CATTTAATTGAACTATTTAGCTTATTACCTTTTAACGGAAAGTAATAAGGAAGAACACTTATATATCATTTAATTGAACTATCTAACTTATCACCTTTTAATTGAAAGTATTAAGGAAGAACATTTAAATATCATTTAATTGAACTATCTAGCTTATTTCCTAAATTCGGAAAGTATTAAGGAAGAGTAGTATTGTTACAATTAAATGAACTATCTAGCTTATTTCCTAAATTCGGAAAGTATTAAGGAAGAACGTTTATATATCATTTAACTGAACTATCTAACTTATCACCTTTTAATTGAAAGTATTAAGGAAGAACATTTAAATATCATTTAATTGAACTATCTAGCTTATTTCCTAAATTCGGAAAGTATTAAGGAAGAGTAGTATTGTTACAATTAAATGAACTATCTAGCTTATTTCCTAAATTCGGAAAGTATTAAGGAAGAACGTTTATATATCATTTAACTGAACTATCTAACTTATCACCTTTTAATTGAAAGTATTAAGGAAGAACATTTATATATCATTTAACTGAACTATCTAGCTTATTACCTTTTAACGGAAAGTAATAAGGAGGAACATTTATATATCATTTAATTGAACTATCTAGCTTATTTCCTAAAAATATAAAAGTAATAAGGAAGAGTATTATTGTTTCATTTAACTGAACTATCTATCTTATTTCCTAATAAATGGAAAAGTAATAAAAAAGAATATTATTGTTACAATTAAACGAACTATCTAGCTTATTTCCTAAAAATGGAAAAGTAATAAGGTAGAGTATTATTAAATTATTTAAATTGAACACTCTAACTTATTTCCTAATAAATGGAAAAGTAATAAGGTAGAATATTTATATTTTATTTAAGCGAATTATCTAGCTTATTCCTTCTAAGAATACTTATTATCTATCTTATTACATTTATAAAATATATGGTATTTATTATTAGATACAATAATAATTGGAAAAGTAAATTTTATTAATATTTCCCGCACACTAATTGTTGTGCGGAAAAAAAATTTCTGAATATATTTTTATGAAAAATTTAAGTTTATGATAATATGAAGTAAAAAGTATATAAGGAAGAGTGTTTCTGAAAATCGACTATTTTTTTGAATAATATGTTCAGCTTATTACTTACGGTTTTTTAAAAGTAAAAAGGAAGAGTGTTTTTTTTATAATAATCATATAAAGTTCAGTTTAATGAAAGTATAATAGTGGGATAAATTACAACCTAAAAAGTAAAGAGCTAGAATAATCTAAAATAACTACAACCAAAACTACAACCAAAAAACTACAACCAAAAGTACAACTTTTTGACTCCAAAAATATAAAAATAATATAGTCTAATAATATTAATGAAATATAATTGTGATGATTGCAATTATTCGACTAATGACAAAGGTAACTGGTCAAAACATAAAAAATCTCAGAAACATAGCAAAAATAGTAATAAGCCAGACAAAACTACAACCACTGACTCCTGTTTGACTCCTAAAAGACTCCTGGATGACTCATCGATGACTCCTACAACCGGGACCATAAAAAGTATAGAAGAAGACAAAAAAGAAGTCAAAAAAGAAGAAATTAAAAAAGTACAACCACTAAGGAGGCCAAAATATATATGCGAACATTGCGAAAGTGAATATAGCAAATCAAGTAATCTACAACGTCATCTAAAAAGTTGTGTAGCAAAGAAACATACGTTATTGGAAACAGAATTTGAGAAATATAAAATTGAAAAGGATAATGAGACAAAAATAAAATTATTAGAGGAAAGACTGAGAACTGTAGAATCAGAGAAAAATAATTTGGAGAATCTCATGGAGAATGAAAAGAAATTATTAGAGAAACATATCGATGACATTAAAAATCAATACGAAAATCATATCCATACTCTAAAGAACGAAAACAAGTTTCAGAAACAATTAATAGATTCAGCGGGAGGAATAATAAAGAAATCTATGAATACTTTAACTTATTTATTATTGAATCACAACAATGCTCCTCAACTTGAAGCTCTTGCAGATTATTCAACCATCTCAAAAAACACAGAATTTTTAATTAATGATCTTATTCATTATCACAGAAAAGGATCTTTTAATAAATATATTGGTGATTTTATTATAAAACAGTACAAGAAAGACGATCCTAATCTACAGGCATTATGGAGCTCTGATATTGAAAGATTAAATTACTTTATTAGAGAACTAATAAACAATAAAGAAGAAGATTTAAAAAATGACAATAAAACTCTTAAAATATATAACAAAAAATCCGATCAAATATGTTGGGTAATAGATAAAAAAGGTATCAAAGTTCGACAGTTTATCATAGATCCGTTACTAAAATATATACATGATATTGGAGTTAAATATTTAACAGAAAAATCCATTCAAATGGATAGTTTGAGTTCAGGGGAAGCCACAAGAACTGCTAGCAATATGCAGGAAATAGGTTCAATCAATTTGGGCATTCGAAATAAAACATTAGCATGCGATATAAATAAATATATTGCTCCTTATTTTTATTTAAACAAAGATAATCAAAATTAAATTTATTGATCTTTAATACCCAATACTCTGGCAGACGGGTCTTTAACATCACCACACCATTTTGGTAACCAAAAATATTTGAGTATCTTATTTACATCACCAAATCCAAAAGTTTTACAGAAAATGTCTCTGATATATAGAGATTCTTTAGTGTAAGGAGTTAGATGACTAAATATGTTCTTAGCATGTTCAAGATCAGCATCAGAAAATTTATCTTCCAAACTTTCTTGCAATATTTGGAACCATGAACGTTCTTGTTTACTACAACCATCACTGAGAGCACATTTATATCTATATAAAACCTTATCAGGTAAATAATTGGTGCCTTTGAAAGATTCTCTCAGTAGCCATTTTTCTAACCCTTCAGTGGGCATTCTCAATTTGGCATCAACTGATAAATATGTTTCGATAAATTTATGATTTAAAAACGGAAATCTTGCTTCTAAACCATGTCCTGCAATACATCTATCTGCTCTTAGTCCGTCATATAGATGAATATCATTTAATAATCTTTTTGTTTCTTTATCTAATTCTTCAGGAGAAGGAGCTTTGTGGAAATATAGATATCCCGATGTTAATTCATCACTGCCATCTCCGCAAAAAACAACTTTAATATCAGTGTTTTCGGAAATCCATTTTGAAATAAGATATTGTGCAGTTGATGCTCTCACCGTGGTAATATCATATGATTCTATCATTTTAATAACAAATGGCACACTTTCGAGGAAATCCTTTTCTGAAACGGTCACGTGAGTATGAATACTACCGATATGTTCTCCAACCATTTTAGCATAAAATTCATCAGTAGCACCTGGCAATCCAATACTAAAGGTTTTTAGTTTTTTATCGTGATTTTTCATCTTCGAAGCCAGTACACTTGCAACTAAACTAGAATCCAAACCACCAGATAACAAACAACCTATTTCACGATCAGATTCCATCATAAGATCAATTGCATCCTCAAAACTTTTTCTAATTTGAATTTTTGCATGTTCCAAATCAAATACCGTTTGCTGAATGTCATTGATATCATAATATTTGTAATAATATACTTTACTTAAAACTCCACCAGTTTTGGTTAAAATAGAATAGTGACGTGGTTCAAATCTAGTGACACTGTATTTACTGTGCAATGGAAGTCCCTTTAATTCAGAAGCAAATGCAATTGAGTTATCGTCTTCCAGAACGAATAATGGTCTTACTCCAAAACGATCATTTGCACAATAAACAGTATAATCACCAGTCAAGTTGTCAATATCCATAATAATAAATGCATATTCACCAGTTAATTCTTGTGTTATTAATTTAATGTCTTTATATTTTTTGTACAATAATGAAATGACTTCGCAGTCAGATCCAGATGATCCCACTAAACTATGTTTCTCAGAAAGTTCAGTATGGTTATAAATTTCACCGTTACAAATTACATATACAGTTCTTTTATCATCATCATATTTGAATGGCTGATCGCCTTTGCTAGTTGTATCCATAATGGCTAATCTATGAAATCCAACTATTGCACCAGGTTGTGACAATTCATGATAAACAGATCTATCTGGTCCTCTATTTTTGATTTCTAAAAAATGACCATACAGAGAAGCATGATAAAGACCAGGAAGTTTTCTTTTTTCGAATAACGCAAATATTCCACACATTGTTTGATATAAATTCATTACCAAGTAGTATATTTAAATATTTGTTTTTTCAATTTTTTGTAAAGATTTAGGTTTATTGGAATCACAATATAATTCATTCATGATTGAAACTATAAAGGCTTCCAAATGTATAATTTCTCTTCTACCTCTAACAATATTATGGTCATATTTAGCAGCTAAGTTTATAATACTACATTTCAAAGATTCTGATATTTTTCTCTTTAAAATTTCTGTGAGAATATCACAAATTATTTGAGTGCCATCTATATTTGTAATCATAATGTTGTATAATATATTTCTTATTTCATTTATGGTATTCAAATCATATTTTAATATTATATTAACCAAATTTTTTAAACTTTTATTATATTCTGTATTATAATCATATTTTGACTTCACTAATTGTAAAATCCACAATGCTTTTTTTATGTTTCCATTCGATTTTTCTGATATATCAGATAATTTAAAAAAATCAAGATTCATTTTTTCAGCAATATTTACCTTAAAAACATATGTAAATATATCACTCTCAGTTGGCGATGGTACTTTAAAACACAAACATCTACTTTTCAATGGATCAATTACTTTTGATAACGAATGACACCACATAATAAATCTACACGTTTTTGAATGTTTTTCCATAGTTCTTCGTAAAGATGTTTGCGCATAATATGACATATTGTCGATGCTGTTGATTAAAACTGTTTTGAATGATCTCTTTGTTTTAAAAATATTTAACGGTACTTTTTTGGCATAATATCTAACAACATCTGTTATCAAATGTTTGTCAAAATTGTTATTATTTGGTTCTATGACTATATGATAATTGCTTTGTTTAATTGAAATTGTATTAGTCTTATTTCCACTGCCAATTACTGTATAATTATTCATATTTGTATTATTAACATCATCATCATATAACATTTGTAGTAACAACCGAATGATAGTTTTCTTACCACTTCCTTCGGGACCATAAAATATAAGATGAGGTATAGATTCATCTTTGCTCATTACTTCTAAAATGTTTAAAAGCTCTTTATGAAAATGGGACTCTTGTATATTTTTGGGTATATATTTATCTATGAAAAACATTGCAATATAATAATATTATGTCTTTATCTGTAAACTCGTTAATAAATAGTTTTTCAATTTTTATTAAAAATAATAATAATATATAAAATGGCAAAAATAGGTGCTCATATTATTGATGATCCAAAAGAAATTATATATGAAATAGATAGAATAACAAATGTAGGAGCCAATGCTGTACAATTATTTGTTTTTCCTGATTATAAAGATCAATCGATATACGAGGTTTTCAAGGATAAAGCAAAATTAAAGGGAATAACAGCTATTGTTCATGGATCCTATATTATAAACACAGCCAAGAATTGGAATGAATATTCATGGTGGGTGGTTCAGTTAATTGACGAAATAGAATTAGCAAATAAGATTGGTTCCAATAGTTTGATAATACATATGGGAAAACAATTAAATTTAAGTAAAGAGCAAGCATATAATAATATGTATACGCTTTTGCTGTATGTACATTCAAAAACAAAAAAATATTCTAACACGAAAATAGTATTAGAATATCCATCTGGTCAAGGGTCTGAACTGTGTTATAAAATTGAAGATTTTGCATATTTCTTTAAAAAATTTTCATTAAATAAAAATATCGAAATACAGGATAGATTCAGAATATGTCTTGATACGTGTCATATTTTTTCTGCTGGTTATGACTTAAGATCAAAAGGATCTGTGGATATATTTTTGGATACGTTCGATGAATTGATAGGATTAAAGTATGTTTCAGTAGTTCATTTGAATGATTCTAAAAAAGATTTGGGAAGTAATGTGGATAGGCATGAAAGTCTAGGAAAAGGTTATATAGGAAAAGAAGGATTAAAATATTTTGTTCAATATTTTAAAAAAAAACAAGTTCCAATCATACTAGAAACACCATATGAAACACATGATTATGAGATAAAAAATTTTTTAATACCTCAATAATATCCTACGGGTAAACTGAATACATCGTGCTTCTCATATCTACGCAATTTCATATCCAGCATAAATCCTCTTTTGGCATAAAAATCATGAACCTCATTATTTTCAGTATCACAAATTAACATAACTGCATTAAGTCCGAGATTTTTAGTGAGATCAATTACTATTGACAATAATTTTGACGCAAAACCATGTTTTCTGAACAAATGAGAAACATATAGATAGGATATATAATAAACCTTTCTTCCATCATCAAGATTCATTATTTCTCCCAACAAATATCCAATTATATGATTATTCTTTTTGATAAAAAATCCTTTGAATTTAGGGGAATTTAGGAGTTTATTAATTTCTGCAAAAGAATGTTTAAGCTTTTCTTCTTTGGCTAAATAAGAAAAATTGTTAAAAACTGTGTCAACGAATAGAGGAGTATTTTTTTTATTGTTAAAATAATCAGAATCAACAGAAATTATATTTATATTGTTCATATAAATATTTATTAGATAATCTTTTAATTATTAATGTTGTTTTTTTTCCATAATTGAAATTTATTATTAAACTCATTTATTTTTTCAACTATATTTGGTAATTTATTATATTTTTCAATTTCATCCAATGTTAATGGTTCTCTTGTGTAAGGATTTATATTTTCTCTGTATAATTGTGACAATATACTGGATTTATCAAAAATAAGATCAACATGAGGGATCATAATGGGATCTCTTATTTGAGTACATAATATAGGATCAGTAAATTCTTCTGGTAGCAGTTTAACATCTATATAATCATCCAGTTTTCCGAAATTAGCAAAATAATTATTAAGAGAATTTTTGATTATTTCATTTAATTTGACTCTTTGTAATACCTCTTTCACTAAATCTAAATATTCATATATCTCTCTTTTGAATAAATTGTTCTCTTTTATAACATTAATCAATAAAAATGATAATGCCATAGTGTCAAGAGCCTCCATATTTTTTCCAAAAACTGTATAAATGGGATTTGATCCAAGAGAATAGAATTTTAATATTTGAATAACTAAAGTGTTAATTGGAATTATTAGTTCAATTCTCAATTTGTCTGTATCCACAATAATTAATTCTAACATATTTGCAACAACAGACATCATTATGTTAATTTTTATCATAGTATTATTTATCAAATTTCCGTAATTTTGAACTAATACCAGTGGTTTTAAAAGTAATGAGGGTTTAGAGTTAATCTCTTGCACAATTTGATTAATTATCTCAAGAAAATCCATTATTTTTGATGATATTTTATGTAATCCTTTATGAATTATGTCATAATCATTTTTCGAGAAACTATTTTTATTAACAAGTACACATAATTTAGATAAGTTACTCATGATCGATATTAAATGTCGATGAGAAGATGTAGGAGGAACATAACTATAAAAATCGACTTCTGATAAATATTTTAAAGTGTTCGTTAGTATTGGATTATGTTTATCCCTGAATCCATGTGCCCCAATAGTTTGTAAAATTATTTCCATACAATTAAATCTTATGCATGAATTAACATCACTTTTTGATATTAAGTCTAAATAATAATTTTCTATTTTATCTGATATCTCATAATCATTCAACAAAATTATTTTTTTATAAAAAGTCAGGATCAAATAATCCAAGAAATTATTTTCAACAACAATATTTTTGTCAATGTAAAACTCTATAAAACTTTGGATATCTTTTTTATATTTTGGATTTTCGAAAATATTTTTGAGATGATTGAGTACTTTATTTGTTTCTTCTAATTTTGCGACTAATGATTGTGCATAAGAAGGATTTTTACCAAAATTTTTTATACCATTAAATTTTTTTTGTAATTTTGCCTCATTATATCTATAATTCTCAAACAACATTAATTGATAATTATAACATAAGTTAAAAGCTTTACAAGTTAGAACAAAAATTTTAGTTATTAAAGAGTCTGATGTATGTAATTTAAAATTATTTCTGGGGAAATCCTTCGTATATTTTAGTTCATTATTTGCATTTTGTAAAAGTAAATTTAATAACAATCTGAAAATCATAAATATATAATCAATGGAACAATTTTTGTTAGCATTTATCCTACTGAATTCAGAAAATGAGAAAGATTTATTGAGATCAAAAATATAGTAAAATCTATTCAATAAATGATTTAATTTATTTGGAGAAAGCGTATTAATAATATTTGTCAACATAATCATATCTGGATCAAATGGAATTTTGTTAAACCATGACAATGGTCCATTCTTTTGTTCGTCATTACCATTATTATAATTTGTGATTTTTAATACATCACAAAATAATTCGTCTGAAATAATTTTTTTAATATTATGATAAATAACATCATCATAATCATTGGCATTGTACAGTTTTATTATTCTGTAGTAAATTTCACTGTAATTATCTTTTGTCAAAATAAAATCCCACAAGTCAAACTTATTTTTTAAAATCCATTGATCAAAAATGTCTATGTGATCACTGTCTATTTTTCCCGTGATAAATGTCAGAAAAAAACTTTTAGATAAATCTTGATAAGAAATATCGAATTTTTGAGATTTTTTATAACAATTAATTAAATAATTAACTTTATCGTTTTCTTCTAAAATTTTGTTTAAAATAAGAACATCATATGAACTTTTAACATCTTCTTCATCAAACTCGTTCAAATCAAATATTTCTGACAATACATTACTTTCCATATAAATATTATAATCTATATGTTTTTATATAGAGATTATAATGATTTTGTTTCAACTTTTAATGGTCTTAGTGATAATATTAATAATATATATGTGTTTATCTAAAAGTTCAAATATAGAAAATTATGATGGTCGAATCACCGGCGTAACAGAACAGGTTTGTGGTAAAATATGCACGGAAACATATGGTTGTTATGGATTTGCGTATGACAAAATAAATAGTAGATGTTATTTGTCACAAAGTCCCATATTATTTCAACCAGGACAATCAATATATACTACAGAATATGAAATAGATCACAGTAGATGTAATAAATTATATCCAATTCGCCCCGATATAGATAATATAGATGATATTGATGAAGAAGATTTGAGAAGAAATATGTTATATTCTTGCCAAAAAAATGAAAATGATGAGTATGAATTTTTTAAAATAGCGAATGAAGAAATATTTCCCATTAATAAAACTAACACTAGTAATGATACTCAGGCAAATAGTTTTATGGGAGTAAAATATGAAGATTATCCAGTATTTAAAATAGATTGGCCAACTTATAGAAAAGATTTAGATATTGCAAAATTATATGACAAAGAAAACAATAAATTAAATAACTATATGATGTTTGATAAAAAAAATGAATATTATGGCGGAGAATTTTTATATCCATACAAATGTGTGAGAAATATACCAGAAAATATGTGTATCAAAACATGTTCAGATAGAGAAGATTGTATAGGAGTTGAATACAATCCAAAGTTTATAGAAAAAGATAATAAAATTAGTGAAAATGTATGTTGTCCTTTAAAATCAGTATCCACAATTAACGAAAGACCAAAAATTTTTGAGAATGGATATTTTTATAAAAAGAATCAGCCAAATAAATTAAACAAAAACAATGTATATGTAAAAAACTAAAATTATTTATTAAGACTTTTACCTTTAACTTTTATTTTTGTTTTCTGTTTAGTATTTTTCTTCGTTTTCTTAGATTTATCAACATCATCGCAATTGTCATCATTTTCAACTTCGATAAGCCATTTTTCATATCCTTCAAGAAATTCTACAATTTCTCTTTTCCATATTTCTTCAACAGGAGTATTAAGATAAGTATTATATTCATCTTTGGCCTTATTATACTGTGCCTCTATATCATTAATTTTTTCTTGAGTTAGAGACCATATAGCCATACTTGTAAGATAGGAATAAGTCTTATCATCGTCCAAAGCATCAAAATCTGTTGATAATCTTGGATAAGCTAGTTTTTCTAATTGTCTGATAACTTCATCACCACTTTTTGCTTTAACAACTATTTTTTCCTTAATATAATCTTTAATGAATTGCACTTTATACTGAAGAATTCTCATTTTATTTTCCAAATGTTTAATCATATAATTCTTTCTATCTCTGTAAACCTGAAGTCTAAAATTATAAAAATCATAGAATATATCTTCTACAATGTCGTATTTGCATATTTTACCAAGATGATTATATAAATGCATATTAGAGAGAGAAATTGTGTTCATTAATTTCAATTCATTTTCAAGAGTACCATTTTTAATAAAAGTCTGCAAGTTTTTACCTGCAAAAGTTACTTCAATATTAATTTTGTTATTACCACTATTGTTTTGTACTTCAACTAAAAATTGCTTATCCGCTGATTTTTTCTTTTTATCATCATCTTTACTTACTGATTCTTTCTTTTTTTGACCAATTTTATGCATTGCTAGTTTTTGACAATAATATTCTGTCCATTCACCAATAGGTAATTCAGTTATTCTGACAGTATCCTCATTAACAATTTCGTATGTACCAATTGTTTGGTATCTAATATTTTCTTTATTTTTATCATTCATAATTTTCTGTATTTTTCCCGTAAATCCTCTATACCATGGATGTATTGGCATTGGGTCTTTATTTTCTAGCATTCTAAGAATATTATTAGCAACATCTTTTGGATTGAAACTAGGTATATTAGTACTATAACCAGTACCAACACCACAAGCTCCACATATTAAAACGTATGGTAATATCGGGCAAAAATATTCTGGTTCTATTTCATGATTAGCCTCATTGTCATCTTCATATTGTTTCTTTAATATTGGTTCGTCTTCTTCCCTGAATAATAATCTAGTTATATTACTTAGTTTAGTGAAGATATAACGAGGACTTGCAGCATCATTACCACCTTCTCTTCTGGAACCAAAATTACCAGAAGGATACAAAAGATTAATGTTATTACTTCCCACAAAATTTTGAGCCATACCAATAATAGCCCCATATAAACTATTTTCACCATGGTGGTAATCCGTTTTTTCAGCAACATATGCACCAAGTTGAGCTACTTTAATTTCTTCATTATCGATTTTTCTCTTAAACGACGCGTAAAGAATTTTTCTTTGAGATGGCTTAAATCCATCACATACTGATGGTATGGATCTAATATTGTCATATACTGAGAAATGTATTAGATCTTCATTAATGAATTTACTGATGGGTATATCACCATAATGATTTTCAATGACATTATTTTTACTGTAGCCACCAATCCATACTTTTCTGTCATTTGCTCTCTTTTTTTCAAAAGCCAGTGTAATAGCATCATATGATTTACTATTCATGTCATTTATATCAACATCATCCTGTTCTTCTTCTTCATCATTTTTAACAGACTTATCATCGTTCAAATCATCATCTTCTTCGTCATTTTTAATATCTTCCAATTGATCATTATTGTTGGAAGAAATTGCATCATTAGATAGTTCCCATACATAATTTATAACCTTATTTTCAAAATCAGTGAAACATTGTTTTGCTTCTTTTTCGGTAGAAGTACCCAAACCTTTATAATATTTAGGCTTACTCCATTTACTTATATCAGAACCAACTTCATTAAGCCAATGTTTATAATCAGCGATTGTGTAAAATATTTTTGGATCATTCTTTTTAGTATCATTTTTCTTAAAAACTTTAATGATAGGTGTTGCCATGGATTGTATAAAACCTTTAATTTTCAGTAATGATGGCCAAAATCTGTGAAACATATTAAGTATTAAACCTTTAATGTGAGAACCATCGACATCCGCATCAGTTAAAATAATAATGCCACCATATCGCAATTTAGAAACATCTGTATATTTCACACCTTGTTTCAAACCTAATATTTTCTTAATACATGTGAATTCTGCGTTGTTCTTTATAGAATTGATAGCTGCCTCTCTTACATTAATAGGTTTACCTTTCAATGGAAATACTCCATATCTTTCTTTACCGACAATATCAAGACCAGCAAGAGCAAACGATTTAGCTGAATCACCTTCTGTTAAAATTAATCGACAATATTTGGATTTTCTTGTACCCGCCCAAGTTGCTCTTTCGTATTTGGGTATATCACTTAATGAAGCAACTTTCTTACCATCAGTCTTTTTTAATTCTGATTCCTCTTTAAATTCAGCCAATCGAACTACTTCTTCAACTAATCCGGCGTCAATTAATCCTTTAATGAAAGTATCACTAACTTCACAAGAAGAACCATAATCGGAAGCCTTACTTCCAAGGAAATCTTTTGTTTGTGAGTTAAAAGAAGGATCTTCAATGACACAATCAATGAATATTGTTAAATTCTCTCTAATATGAGAAGGTTTGACATTTACCTTTTTATGTTTTATTTTTATATGGTCAATGATTTTTTTGCATATTTGGTCAGTAATATATGACACATGTGTACCTCCCTGAAATGTGGATATACCATTAACAAAAGTTATTTGATTAAATCCTGATGTAGGATCAAAAATTGCTCCAATTCTCCATCTATCATTAACCTCTTCGTATATTAAACTTTTTTTGTCATAAAACATGCCAATATAATCTTCAAACGATTTGATTTTAATTTCTTTGTCATTCAAGAAAACTTTAACATTCTTATTAGTACATCCAGCAATATCATAAACTCTTTTCTTGAACAATGCAACCAAATCTGAAGTTAATCCTTTCAATTTGAATTTTTCGTAATCAGGTAAGAATGATATTTCAATATATGACGAATCTTTACTATTAGTAATAGTTGGCTTATTTATTTTGTACATATTATTTTCACACTTTTGTTCATAATATTTTTTATTTTTACTGTCAACAATTTTAATAGTGAACTGAGATGAAAATATATTTGCTAATTTAGCTCCCAAACCATTCTTGCCACCTGTTGTCTTTCCTTTGCGATCATAATTTGCAGAAGTGAGTAAATTAGCGAAAATCAATTCAGGAACATATATATTGTATTCTTTGTGTATTTCAACAGGAATACTAGTACCGTCATTCCAAACTCGAATAACACCAGTTTCTTCATCAATATAAACTTTAATGATCTTACAAGTTCTGTCTCTAATTGTCTGATCTCTAGCATTCACCAAAATTTCATCATATATTTTATACAATCCCGGTATATACTCAACCTCTCTATTTACCATAACATCACTGTCTTCATCATAAACCCATAAATGTTTTTTGTCCATATGAATAGAACCCATCCACATATCTGGCTCCTTCAATACAGCTTCATGAACATTTCTTTTCTTATATGTTTCTTCTATTGATGGAGTTTTACTATCATTTTTGGAACTCATAATAATTAATGTTATTTATTTTAGCTTTATATTTATTCTTTAAAATATTCAATTTTTTTCAGTTTTATATAAAGGATAATGTATAAATAAGTTTTATATGTACAATAATACCCAATTATTATCATCCCATAACAATTTTATAAACAGAAGAGTTCTATCAGGCAATAAAAATGAAGCTGATATGACATATGTACAGTCCCAAACAGGAGTTATAAACAATAACAATAAGAAAGTACCAAAAAATTACAAGCCTCCGTATGACGATATGTATACAGCAATGCCCGGAATATTTGGAAAGAGATTTCCTCCCAAATCACATTATCAAGGAATAAATAGCAGCGATAATAGTAACACTAGATATGATCCATACGGTGAATATTTATTCAAGAAGGGATTGTCTGATAGAGATAATTCATTGAGTTATTACACTAATTATATTAATATTGATAGTTCTTTTAGAAATAAAAATTCTATACCTCAAACTGATGATACTCAATGGATAAAACTCGATTCAAATCCGTTGAGATTTTCATTTAACTCAAAAAATTTAGAAGTGATTGATGAAAATTATGAAAGTGAAATTCAAATTGATGATAAGATAATGATGGCTGGAATATTACCTATCAAAAAAAAATTAAAAACAATTTATGGAGATAAAAATCAAAATAAACTTTTTGAATTTACAAATGGATCGAAATATTTGAAAATAAACAATAAACATTATATGAAATTTCCAGAAACATTTGCAGAAATATCAGAATACAATAAATTTACATATATCGAGAATTATGACACAAAAAATGTTAATGTTGAAATATCTGGAATCCAAGGAGAATTGGGAACAAATTATATAGGAAATATTGCTATTAATACACTTAACAGTACTCATCAAGTATTGTTGTATAATCCAGATGAGTCTGCGGAAAATACATACAATGACAACTGGTTTTTTATAGAATTAACGACAGAATATAGTTCTCCAATACCATATAATGTACCTCCATACAATGTTGATATTACATATTATTATTTAGCTGGAGTTCCCATTAATCAGATAAATGCAGAATATCCCATAGATGACGAACATGTTACAGGATATCATAGAGTAGTAGATGTCAGTGAAGAATCATTTACAATATCATTACCAAAAGTATCAACATTATTAGATGAAAGTATATGTTCTGATGGTCAAGGAAAATGTGGTGGAGGAAACAATATAACAATTGCAAAAATTAGTGAAATAATAACAGCTTATCCAAATCCTAATCACTATTTAATAAAATTGCCCTATACATACTCACAAGTAGTATACATAAAAATGATAAGTTCAGAATTTCCCAATGTGCAAAAAAATATAAATGATACAGGAGTAAATAAGAATAACAAATTATATTGGCAAAATTTGGAAGATGGCGATATTGTATATAGTATTGATATAGAATCGGGAACATATAATCCATTAAGCTTACAAAATGCAATAGAACAAAAAATATTATCAGTGAGACGAGTATATTCCAGAAATATAAGTGAAAGTCAATCCAATAACATTGAATATACCGAAAACAATATTATTAAATTAACAATAGATGAAAAAACAGAAATAGTAACATTCAAGAGTTATACAGAAGCGACAATATATAAACCTTTTATTGAAACGAATCCCAAGATAACAAATACGAATCCGATAGGATTGTTAAAATACTCTATAACTATAAATCAAATAAATCATCGTATGAAAGTAGGAGACAAAATAATTATAAATAATAGTTTGTCATATTTTGGAATACCTGCAAAAGTGTTAAACGGTGAACATGTTATTACAGAAATTATAAATGAAAATCAATATATAATAATTGTGAAGAATTTTAATCTGGAAGACGATAGAACAGATACTGGAGGTGGTTCGTGTGTAAGCATATTAACACCAAATATATTTAGACTCCGATTTGATTTTCCAGATACTATGGGAAGAATATTAGGATTTAGAAACCCTGGATCAAACATTGCTATAACACCATATAATAACGTTATAACAAACAAAGATGATTATGAAAAAGAATTAGGAATAGATGAAGAAGGAAATTTGGTTGCTTATACCAATAATTCATTATTATTTTCAGCAGACAATTATATATTAGTAGTTTGTAAACAAATAATTGGGATTTCAAATTTTGGAGATATAAAAGATGTTTTTGCCAAAATTCAATTGCCGGATGCTTTGTCCAGTATATTTAATTCCTCAAACATCTCTTCAAATAGAATGATACTTGATACTTTTGTAGATGCACCTATATATTTTCACAGTCCAATAAGGAATCTATACGAACTTGAATTTGAATTTTATACTCCAGATGGACAATTATACGATTTTGGTGGATTAGATCATTCGTTTACGTTAGAAGTGGTCACAATGTCAGACACACCAAAAGGAACAGGTTTAGTTTCATTTAGTGGAAAAATTAATTAGTTGTTTTCAATTGACGATTTTGATAACAGTAAAGATAATATTTTCAATAATTTTGATTCTGATTGAATATATCCAAAATAACCATCAAGTAATATCTGTGATTCATTTATAAATAATTCATTATAATCCTTAAAATAAGGAATAAGTATTTCTTTTATGTTTTTGATTAATGAGGTTGATTCAGTAATTGGAATTATTTTGTTAGACATTAATATTTTTGAAATTTCATCATATAATCCATCTTTATTATAAAATTTATCAGAATCATTTTCACCATCATAAATATTCATAGTCAACTTGACAAGTCTTAATGGGAATATATCGAACATATATTTCATTAATTGTGGTTCATTTTCACCATTGCTGATTATGTTTTCAACAGTTTTATTAATAAATTGTGAATAGTTGACATTATTTGTTGATTGTTTCAAAGTTTTAACATATTTGGTAATTGTTTTGACAATACTATGATACATTGATGTTACTAAAGTATGTTTGAAACAATGTACAACTATATCAATTGATTGTTTTAGAACATAATTTGAGTCGTTATATTCGAGAGGCAATTCTTCGTAATCTTTTGATAAATTTAAAAATACATTGTCATATAGATCCGATACAATGTTAATATATTCAGTAATATTTTGAGTTTGATTTCTTTTGAATAAACTATCATAAATATAGTTTTGAACATATGGATGAATCACAGTAATATTATTTATTCTATAATCATTCACATAATCTTTTATGAGTGCGGGATAAGTTCTGAAATCCAGATCAACTGTATATTTTTTTGAATTTTTAGAATTTAATATTTTCCAGAAAACACTGTCATAGATTTTTATGACATTTTTGTTATCCAATAAATTTGTTGTATTATTAACTATGTTAAATATATTTGTTGAAGGATTATTGTTTTCAATGACTATTTTATTTTCTATTGCATTATTCAGAACAGTACTTAAATCATTTATTCTTTTTTCTTGTTTTGTGATCAAATCATTATTCGAATTCAATTTATCGTTTATTTCGATGATTCTGTTTGCTTCTGTCGGTGTGGACATTAGTTTGGAACTTATACTATTCAATTCAAGTGCCAAACTATTATTAGAAGATTTTAGTTGATTTATGCTACTACTTAGGTTCTCAATTTCGTTATTAACAATATTTCTTTTGTCCATAAGAACATTTGTACCAGATATTCCAATATTTTGTACTTTTTCGCTGTTTATATTCATTAAAGGAAATGATGGATTTATCAAAGAGTTAGGATCATTTGTTATAATATTTGAAAGTTTTTGCATTTTATCAAAAGTCCAATTTTTAGGATAATTTTTTGTTTGTAAAAATAAATAATGATTTAATAAGATTAAGATATGAGGAAGAAATATATCAGAATATTTCAAAATATTATTTTTATATTGTGGATTCTGTTTTATTGTATCTTTTAGTTTTTCATATATGGGATCAGTTAATGATGTTATAAAATTGTTTGATTTACTCAAAATTTCAACGTGTGCCTTATATATATTTTTTGCGAAATCAAGAGGAGTAAGTCCTATGTTGTTTTTAACTTCTTTTATGTTAACATTTGCATTGTTTAATATTAATGAATTTACAGTGTTAACATTTTGTGTTTCTATTGCATAAAAAATAGCTGTGTTACCGGCAAAATCTTTTTTATTAACTTGGGTTTTGGACAATAATTTTGAAATAACATTTTCGTTTATAGAATAACACTGTTTTATTATCTTTTTAGAATTTAAAGAATAATTGTATAGTGCGGAAATATTTTTTCTATCTGATAGATTATCATCTAAAGTTAAGGTTGTATAATTTAATTGATAAGACTGGTCAATATCATTCTTTGGTAAAGGATTTACCAAAAATTTTTCCAATACTTCATCAATCAATTCATTCAAGTATAATTTAAAACCATAATCGTCCTCAGGGATTATCTCTTTGTATGTACTATTTTTAATGACAATATTGTATATATCAGACATATTGGGGATTACTGTAGTTTGTTTGAGTATGTAGTCTGCTGCATTTTGTGAAGAAGTATATGCATAATTTTTTAAAAATAAATTTATAATTCCGTCAGTTAGTTTTCCGATGGTGGATAAAACAATCGAAAAGTCTCCAGTATTCGATTTTAAATTCGCAAATGATTTTATTATATAATCATCGTATTTTTTTACCAAATCTCTTATTGTTTGATCACGTGGAGCGTTATTATTCGTCGGATCAGTAATAATGTTATAAACAGTGTTTATAATATATTCTACAACTTGATATTTAATGGTTTTAAAATGAACATTTATATCGTGAGAAACAATTGACAAAGCAGAAACAGTCTTGTCTAAATCATATTTATCTTTTAGTCCAACATTTCCCACTTTTGCTGTTTGACCATTTGACATTATTGGTACATTTTTTCCAATTAAACCTAAATTTTCGAAAATAGTTTTAGTATTATTGTATGGAGTAATTTTCGAAGTATCAAACACAAATCCTATGGAACTTGGTAAAACTCCATAATTAACATCTTGGCCAATAGGCTCAATATCCAGTTTTTGAAGGAAAACGGCTTTATCAGGGTTAGTTTTATTAAAATCATCAATATATCTGATGATTCCGGAAGACAATGATGAGTTTGTTCTAGCATCATAAACATATGACAATTTAGAATAAGTAAATTTTTTAGCTAAAGCAGAATTGAAAACAAAATTATTTAAATTGGCATCATCAATCTCTGGTAAATATGTTTCAATAAGATGTTTTCTAACTTTGGCCAAGTTATTAACAACATCAAAATCACGAATATGACCAACAGTATTCGTATCAATATAATTCAGAGCAAACAATTTATTAAATTTATCAAAATTGAGATCTTTTAGATTAATTTTATTGATGATATTTTCGAAAATATTACTTATGTTATTTGTTTTATTATTTTGGATAAAAGTTATTGGAGTTGTTTCAAAATTATTATTAAAAGCATAAACATAATCAAGTAATGAAAAACTATTTATTATATCGATTAATGAATTAAAATCTCCCCACAGTTCAACAATATTTTTAAAATGTACTGATACATCGATATCAGAGAATTCTTTTATTATTTTCAAGCAAGAATTTTTAGCAATGTCTAAATAAAATATATGTGGTATATTTTGAATATTTTGTTGACTTAATTTACTATCAAAGATTTTTACTAAACTCAATAATTTATGTTTGATATTTTTTAACTCATCATTTATTAGTTTTGTGTATGATAAACAGTTTAATAAATAAGTTATGTTCAATACAGTCAATCTATAGTAATGATAGGCATTACTTCTATCAAATTCAGCAAAAATTTCATTGTTATAATCTATCATTTTAAGATAATATTGAACTCTTCTGACATAATATCTAATTTTAGATACAATTGTGTAATCATAATCAATATAACCAAAAGTTGATGCAATACTAGTTGGATTTACTCCATTTGGAACTGGCACGACATAACCAGCATCATTCACTGGCATTTTTTTGGGTAAAATAGTAATGTTACCACTTGCATCTCTCTTTGGGTTAATAACGATGGGTCTACTAGGTTCTCTTCTTCTTCCATTATCTGTAATTTGAGCGTTTTTCCCCCAAGTTCCGTTAATAATTTTACTTGGATCAGCCACTGTTCTATCATCAGTGACAGGAAGTTCAGTATAATCATTTTTTGCATTATTTACTTCACTCATTTTTCCTCTTTTTATATTTTGAGGACCGGGACCAAATGTTCTATCAATTTTAAGTATATCAACTCCATTATCCCAGCTCACGTTATTTGATGCTGTTAAATCTATAACTCCGTAAATTGCCGTTCCATTAACATCAACATAATTATATAAATCTAAAGCTACATCAAGTAAAATCATTTTCGAAGAATCAACTGAAATATATTTTTTCATATCAAAAGCTAAATTATTTTTAGCATCATTACTATTTATATAAAATCCGGCATTATACCAGTACAAATTTTTGATAAGATTCATTGTATTTTCGGTAGCATTAAAAATAATATCAAATTGTGAATCAATGAGAGCATATCTACCTCTCAATCTATCCATAAATTTATTAACTGAATCATGAATATTTCCCGAATAAGAATATAGATGATCACTAATATTATTATATGGTAATATTTTATTATCTTTGGGACCACTTTTCTGATTAGGATTGATATCTAATGGTTTTAGAGTATCATTTATTTTATTCATATAACTATTTTCAATTTCTTTTCTCAAATTGGAAGCTTGAGATTCGATTTGATGTTTTAATTTTTCGTTTTTGACAGAAATATTGGAAAATAGTTGATTAATATTGTTTTTAATATTTTTCTTAAACTCTTCATTTTCGTGACCATATATTTTATTGAAATTATTGATAGTGTTCTTAATGTGAACTAATAATCGATTAATATTTACATCATCTTTCATATAATTTCTTATAGAATTTGCTAATTGTAATACTAATTCATTTGGTTTTGTTAAAGTATCATTTATAATATTGTCCACTTTATGTTTTCTTGTATTATTACAATCTGTGTTATACCCCTGGACCGCGTAATGTAAAGGTGTCATGAATTGGTTATCAATGGCATTTGGATCAGCTCCTTTTTCAATTAAAATATCGATGATATCTTCAACTTGATATTTTGCTGCCAAATGTAATGAAGTAACATTTTCATCATTAAAAGCCATAATAGGTGCCCCTCTATCTATCAGAAAATTTAATAACTCTATCTTTTCACTTTTAGTAAAATTTTTATTTTTGATTACATGATGAAGAACAGAATTACCATGATCATCTTTCACATAAAGAGTAATATTATTGGTCAAAATAAAATCCTTTAATCTAGAAATATCTCCTTCAGATATTCTTAAAAAAAGTTCTTGTGTCAATGCTGGATTAATATTTTTTTCGGGATAATAATTTCTTGTAGGTATATTTACTCTAGGAATTGGTGCAGAATATGGTACATTTGTTGGTTTAGTGTTTCTTTCCATATTTTTACTATATTATAACATTGAAAAAAATTATTTTAGTTTATTCTATATAAACAGAAACAGTAAAACTAGTGCAATTTTGAATTGTATTAGTTTATTTTGTAATAAAATAAATATAATGTTTAATATTTGCATAATTTTGTGTGAGTTAATCGATAATCATTTAACTGTTGACAAGGATATATATTTTTGTTAGTGTGATATGTTGAATCATATTTTGATCTTTCGACATAAAATGTTTTTGGATTAACTGCTGTAGTATAATTATGTATACAATTTTTATTTCCAACATAGTAAGATTTTTTATTTTTATCCCATTCATTATCCAATATATTTTCCGCATTTTGTTGGAGATATAATCTGTAATCATCATCTCTTATTATATTAACAGTGTGTTTATTATATTCTTCTCTTGTTGTTGCGGTTCTATAATCCGTAAATATTCTTGCATCAGACATTTTAGCTGGACCTATTTTAAAATAATTATCCATTTCTATATTTATAAATCAGATAAATTATTTATTTTTCTCCAAAAAATCTTTTATTTTCGCATACAATTCATTTTTGTTCAAAGATTTGTATCTACCATTTTCCCTTATTGACATTGAAATTTTATGAAATTTAGCTATTTTTTTTAAAGCATCCAATTTATATTTTTGGATTGGTTGTAAATTTGTTATGTTAATAGACAAAACTTCACCTGTCATAACAGACATTTCGTCATCTTCTTCTTCTTCTTTATCTTCTGTATTTTCTTCTTTCTTATCTTCAATGTCTTCTTCTTTATTTTCCATAGTTTCTTTATTCTCTTCTTTTTTATTATCTTCTTTATTTGTTTCATCATTGTTTGATTTTTTTTCTATCTTATCATTATCAACTTGAATAATTTTATTATCAACTTCAATAGTATCACCACTAATAGACTTTTCACTTTCACCAATAATCATATTATTTAGGGATTGTCTATACAATATATTTTTGGTGTCATTAGGTGAATTCTCTCCCATTACAAAAACTACATTATCAATTATTTTTGGAGAAGTTTTCGATAACTTTTCATCATGGCTCATATAAAAATCATTACTTGGACCATTTGGACCATTTTTTGTGTCACATATGGAATCAGATAAATACTTTATTGGTTTCACTCTATCGTATTCAGAATCATTTTCAGTGTAACAATCAGAAGATTTTTTAATGGGCTCATTGTGAATCATACACATTTTTCTCACCTGTTGAATACTTTCACTATTGATAAATTTAATTTTTTCGATATTACCATCAAGTTGATTCTGTATTTGTTTTTTAATAATAATAGTGTTTTCATTCAACATATTTTTTGTTGTGATGTTAAGATTATGAATATCGGATCTTAATCCCGAAAATTGGAAATATATAAATATAAGGACACCAATGAAGATAATAACCAAGATTATTGTTTTAATATTCATTCTATATACTGAAATATGAAAAAAATAAGGGAATTTACACGAGATCAAAAAAATGAAAAAAAAAATATTAAAAACAATATAATGTAAAATCAAACAATACATTATAATATGAAAAACAGAATATTTTTTAAAGATGGATATTTTTGTGATATTGAAAAAGACCCAAGTGAATCATTAGAAAACTATATAAAACGAGGAAATTTTGTTGTCAGTCAAAAGCCAAAAAACTCTCAAGAATTAGAGTATGCAAAAAAAATGTCAAGAGTGTGGATAAATTTTAAAACGAGTAACTGTCAATATTCAGATCAAATTAATAAAATAATGTGTGATATGGAAAAAAATTTATTCAATTGATGAACCATGATTTCCAGAAAATGATGGACACACTGGACAAGCTGGGCAAGGAGGACAAGAATTTGCATGATTATTTCCGAGTAAATTTTGTGAATCATAGTAGTTTGGTCTATAATTGTCATGAATATAATCATCAGAATCGTTTTCTTCTGCCTTTATGTTATTAATTTTTCTATCCATTCTATTATTTATTTTATTTTCTATTCTGTTATTTATTTTATTGTCATTAATTTTGTTATGAACTTTCTTGTCATAAAGCACATTATTTTTGTTTACATGAGGATTATAAAAAACTTCACTAGTAGGATTCACATTACACATATTTTCTTTATTTATGTTACATACCGTATTACATAATTTATTTGTTTCATCAGCTGTCAAATTATTAATATTATTTGTATTGTTATTGGTGTACATATTAAATAAATAGTCAAAAATTATGTAAACTAGCATTATAATAGCAGTGATTATCAATATATCAACATTACTCATGCATGAATTTGGAACGAATCTGAATATAAGATAAATTGCAGCAGCTAGAGCAATATATTTGAGAATACTAAACATTATGTTTTGCGTTGCCATATATTAATATTATAATATATCGTAAGATAAATATATTGTAAATTATATATTTATAAAAATAGACTTATGTTTTTGTGTTAATCATATTAATAATCAACAAGGAAACAAGTAAAATAACTATTAATAAAAGAGTGACAATGATAGTCAATAGATATGGATAATATCTTGATGAAAGATCGCATAAAAATGGATCAATAATATTTTTCATTATTTTTTCCTTAGTTTCTTTTTTTTTAAGTTCTTTGATAATATTGTTTATAACTGCATCAGTAACTGGTCCAACAAATGTTGACATAATATGTAAATTTATATATATAAACAACATAAAAACAAAATAATATTGGCCATATAATATATGAACATTGAAGAAATAGATTGGAAAAAAATAATATTAATACCAGAGAAGAAGAAAGGATATAGATTTGCTTATAATATGAGTAGATTAAAAATATCAACCCCCGAAATGTATATTCCTTTTGGAATAGAAATGTATAATAATAAAGAAATTTTAAATTTTACTATTTATAATAAAGATAATGTAACTCATAATTTCATAAGATATTTGGAAACAATAGAAAAAGTTTATGAACAGTTTTCAGGACCAGAAATAGGAAAATCAAATTTACCATTCGTTAATTTACCACCGGATTTCATAAAGGATGTTCAAAAAAAAGAATTTACTAAAACTTTAAAACCAGGAACAAATGGATCAATGTTACGAACTCATGTTAAAAATGTCGAAATATCTGATAAAAATAATAAATTACTTTTGTCAAAAGATATAATTAAAAAAAAGTGCAAATGTGAAATAGAGTTAGCAAATGTATGGATATATGGAAACAAATATGGACTTGTTTGGCATGTCAATAAAATTCAAATTTTAGAGTAAAAAATTAGTTATCAGATGTGTTGGACAAACTTGTGTCAGATTCGACGGATAACATTGAATTTTCTGATTTTTCTTGGTATCTTTTCATTTTATTGTTTGATTTTTCCAAATTTGATTTTCTTTCTTCTCTTCCCTTAGCTATCTTTTCTCTCCAATATTCAACATCAATTTTATTCAAATTTGAAGTTGTAGCAAGTTTTTCCATTTCAACAGCTCTATCATAATTATTTAGCTTGCCGTCTTTATCTTCACTTTTAACTTGATCATATAGGGCAGCTTTATATATTTTAGCGGTCTCTTCGTCAACACCAAGAATTTCCATAATCTTTTCGACAGTTCTTTTATGTATAACATCTGATTGATTTTGAATTACACGACTGAGATCTTTATTTTCTTCTTTATTATTCGAAGATCTACTCATTGATTTTTTTGGCTTTTCGGAGTCAGTATTTTCATCGGCATATTTAATATTACTTCTTGATTGTCTAGATTCCTTTCTTTCTGCCCATCCAGTGTATTTATCTAAGTTTGGATATCTCTTTTCAAAATCATCAGTATTATTGACCAAATCTTCTGAATCATCAGTGATCATCTGGCCTTCATTAATTTCAAAATCAGACATTGTTTTCATTTGACGTTGACCATTGTTACTTCCTCCTGATTGGGTTTTATTTGCATTTTGACTTTTAATATTACTGATCACATTTTGAATAAAATCAGAAGTATCATTTTTTGCATCACTCATTTGATTACCATTTTTTTTTATAACGTCTCTTATAATTGAATTTGTGTCTATATCATCATCATTTGCGTTGCGATTAGTGTTCTTATTTTGTATGATTTTATTAATTACTGAAGGTGTAATATTTTCTGAAACAGTTGTTTCATTATTTATCTTATAACTCTTCAAATCATCTGTCATCTTGAGACTTGCTTCTGAGCTTGGTTGAGCTTTAGAACCTAAAAATAATGAAACTATATTATTTATAGCGTTTTCCAATCCAGAACTGGTATTCTTTTTGAGGAAAATATCGTTTTGTTTGTCGGTCACAACATTATTTTCATTGTCAGTGCCAACAAATTCATTTTTGTTATTTAGAACAGTCTTATCTGCACCTTTTGCAATCAGTTTTTCAACTACGTCATCTAATCCATATGATGTAGCCAAGTGAAGTGGAGTATTTTTGTTAATATTATCTTGCGCATTTATGAAAGATCCGATATTTTTGTTATTGAGAATATTATCAAGAATTTTATCAGGATTATTGATCTTGGAATAATTAATTATAAGATAATGTAATAATGTAAGTCCGTCTTTATCTTTTGCTCCCACATTTTTAATCAAATTTTTATACATTAAATAAGATACAACATCAAATGCACCATCTTTAGCTGCCATTAAAGATAAGTTATCAATGGTGTCTGTATTTCCCTGAGACAAAAATTGTTCACCCATGGATTTTATCTGATTGAACAAATTATTGAAATTATCAGAAGTTTTGCCATCCTCCGTACCGACAGAGCCTATATTATTTGATGATGTTGCCATATCTTTATCTGAATAATTAATGTAATTAATACTCATATATATATAAGTATATTATATATTTTTTATAAAAAATTATATTGTAAAAATGAAAATCGTGAATATAGTAAAATATATGGATGCGGTGTTTTCTAATTGTGATCATCTTTTTTGAATAATTATTATCTGCATATAAATATATAACAATATTATGAATATTTCAAATCAAACAAAATTATTGTTGCTAATAGCTGTAATATTAATATTTATATTGTTCATGAATAATTATTATAATCAAGAACCAATGCAAAATGAAGGTTCTTTGGTTTTAGATAGTAATAATTATGTTGATGATGAGTTTAAATATCTAAATAATGAAATTCCAAGAAATGATCTGGTCATTAATGAAGATCCACAAGATTTTAATCAGTTAAAATATGATTGTGTTTCAGGAAATTGTGAAGAAGAAAATTATAGAAAAAAAGTAAGAGGAAAAAATAAAGCAACAAATGGTCAATATAAAAAATCCAGTTATTCTGAAGGAAAAAGAGGAAATGGTTCATCTGAATTTGACGAATTCTTTGATAAAAATAATGAAATGGTAAAAGATGTTTATGCAACAAATGATACATATACTGGTAATGATGAAACTGGTGGTAATTTAGCAGCTTATAAACCTGGAAAGAGAGTAAAAATGTCAGATGAAGATATGTTTAATGCAAACAATTGGTTACCACAAGAAGAAAAGAAAGACTGGTTCGATGTAATGCCAGAACCTGTAAGTGTAAAAAATAAACATTTGATCAATCTTTCAAGACCAATTGGAATAAACACAATAGGAACTACAAATAAAAACCCTACATATGATTTGAGAGGAACACCACCAAATCCAAAGACAGTTATATCTCCATGGATGAACTCTTCGATTGAACCAGATATTAACAATAGAGGTTTATCGGGATGTTAAAAAAGTTGAAAAAAATATAAAATGATCTAAGTATTTATATTATTTTATATATAATAAATAAAAATGTACTCCGACAATAAAGATATAGACGATTTAGCTTCTGATATGGAATATTTTGTTTCTATGTTTAATATTTTTCAATCTTATTATAAGAAACTATACAAAAAACCAGATAATGAAGATATGTTTAGTGATGTAGATTTAAACTGCGAAACTTCCACCAATAGATCGATGGAGCTATTATATGAGTATATGTATGAATATAAAACAAATAAGAAACAAAATGAAAATCTTGTTAAATTATACGAAAAAGATTCTACAGAAATAAATCAATACGACAATATATATGCTTTACTCGTTGAAGACAAGATAACAAAATTATCTCCTAGTTTTCTGTCAATAATAATATACTTGGCTGATGTTGAATGGACTGAATTAGATTGGAAAATTACTAAAATCAAAGGTGAAATATAAAATATATAAAGTTTTATATATAAAGTTTTTTTATACAATAATAATAATGAATTCAATTAGCAATTCCACTCACGAAGAAACAAACGATTTTTCTGAAACAAACATAGATGACGTTGAAAGTAAGAAAATTTCAGATGAAGCAAAGGAAAGATATGAAGAAATAGAATTTGAAGAAAAAGTAAAAGCATATATAAAGATTGACAATTTAATCAGAAAAATACAAGACGATATTAAAGAACTCAAGAACAAAAGAAAACCATGTGAAAATTACATATTAAATTATCTTCTCAAGTCTGAAAACTCATTTGTAAGTTTATCTTCCGGAAAATTAATCAAAAATGAATCACAAACTAAAGCTCCACTCAAGATTGATTTTATAAAAGAAGCTATTAGAGAAAAAATCAAATGTGAAAATTTATTTGATACAGAGGATAAATACAATGCATTTGTTGAATCTGTATTAGAACTAATGGATAAAAAAAGACCTATTAAAAAGAGAGTAAATTTGAAACGTACTTTTCAAAAGGATAAACAACCGAAAACCATTAAAAATAATGCAAATAGTGGTAAGCCACTTAAATAAATATAAATATAAAATATTTAGAATGAACGTTTGGCTAAGAAAGAATAATAGATACAGTGAATATGGTACGGATATATATAAATCACAATATGATTTTGAAGATTATTATGATAATGGAGATATAGATGCGATACTGTCAAAAACACAAAACACAAGATTATTAAGTAAAAATGACAAAAAATATATTCAAGAATATGATAATAATAAAAGAGTTCACATAGATCACAAAACAAATTTATATGAATGTAATAAAATTTTTAGAAATATGATGGACAATGTTATAACAAATAATATGTGTATAACCTTGCCAAATAAGGATAATGAACAAATGTACATATTTGACACAAAAATGAAGGAAAGTTTTTATGAATTTATTAAAAAACACTCTTTGTGAAAATTATGATACTTAAATATTTAACAAATTAATATAATCAAAATGGATAGTGATTCTATTAATTCAGATGATTGTTTGATAAACGGAAACGTTGATGAGCAAATCAGTTTATTTGATGATATGGTTGATGATTTATGGAATAATGTTATTGTCAAATATATAAATAATGGAAATATATTAACATTGTTGTCTACAGACGATAAAACAAAATTTTACGAATATATGCTGAACAATTCTGATGCCATAAAAGAATTGTACAAAATGAGAGAAGATAATATTTAATAAAATGCGGCACTTGATACATCAAGTTCAATATATGGATAAAATGGAGGATTGAATGTTGGAATATATACACTCGAATATTTTGTTCCGTATACAGTATAAATTAAAGGATTGTACCACCAGTAGTAGAAAGGATACTTTTTACTAGTGTAGAAATTTAATTTATTATAAACCTCATCAGAATCTGAGCTGGATGAGCTGTCATCATCATCGTCGTCACGATGTTTTTTCTTTTTACCACCCATTTGAGAATTAATTTTATTTTCCATCTTATTACCCATTTTATTGACACGATTGATAAAACCTTTTTGTTGATCATCAGTTAACTTTAAATCGATTTTTTCAATAGAATAATCAACAATTTTTTTGTCAGATACTTTTTCCTTAACAACAAAGTGATAAAGTTTATCATTAGAATTGTCTTTAAGAGAGAATCCAAAACGAGGAACATTACCATTTATGTGTTTAGAAATTGAGTTCCATGCTTGATTAGCTGCATCATTTGCATTTTTTCCAGAAAAATCTGTACCAAAATCTCCTAATATTAATGGATTTACAAGTTTAAAGGTAGACATTATATATTTATACTTGATATTTTATTTTAACAAAAAAAATGATTTTTTCAAATAGTGAAAAAAATTGATTTTGAATCGGGTTGACAAAAAATATTTAAACAAATAGACATTATATACAGACAATGGGAAAACTATTTGAAATGGTAACGGAACATGTAATTCCATTTAAAACTTTAATCGAGGGTTTAAAAGATATATTAAATGATATTAATTTCGAAATTATTAGAGATGATGAAATGGCTAATAAAGCTATTAATGGTGACAATTCTGCAAAAAAAGCAACCGTTAAAAAGAACAAACAGGACGAAGATAGTGACCCGGAAGTTTCTGATGAAGAAAATGAAAATGTTAGTGATCTGGAAGAAGATGAAGTAGAAGAAGATGAAGAAGTAGAAGATGAAGAAGTAGAAGATGAAGAAGTAGAAAACAAAAATACAGAATCCAAAAATAAAGATGATCCAAAAAATAAACAGGAGGAGAAAGGTGGAATTAAAATTGCTGCAACAGATAGTACAAAGACATTATTGATTAATGTGAAATTAGAGGCCAAAGAATTTTCTAAATTTTATTGCAAAAAGAAAGTATTGGATTTGGGAATTAATTTAGGACAATTCCATAAATTAATAAAGTCTTTGGATAAAGATGATACATTAAGTATGTTTGTAAACGAAGACGATAAACAAAATTTAATACTAAAGGTATCGAATCCAGAGAAAAAATATGAAACAACATATAAACTAAAACTAATGGAAATTAATAAAACTCAGTATAATATACCACCAACAGCATTCGATGCTATTATAACATTTGATACCAGTGAATTCCATCGCATTTGTAGAGAAATGAGTCAAATAGCTGAACATATTGAAATTAAGTGCACGAAAAAAACAGTCACATATTCATGTAAAGGAGATAGTGCGGAAAGAAGCACCACATTTTATACTGATGAAAAAGGAGCAAAAATAAAATTTGGAGAGAAATCTCCTGATATAGTCCAAGGTATTTTTGAATTGAAAAATTTAGTATTGTTTTCTAAATATTCTAATCTATGTGGTGATATTCAAATATTCATGAAAAACAATTACCCTCTATGTATCAAATATACGGTAGCTACTTTGGGAAGAATGTTTTTCTGTTTGACTCCAATTAAGGAGGATGATATAATGGAAAACTTTTCAGATGAAGATGAGGATTATGATGATGAAGAAATCAAATATAAAAATTAATTTTGTTTATACAATAAATTTTCAGCACAATATACACAATCAAAGTTATGTATATTAAACTTATTTTAAATTCTTCTTGTAAATATTTTGCAATTTTTACATTATCTGGTTTATATTAACTCTTCTTTTACTAATGTACCTTATATAAAAATTTGAACTAAAAAGAGCATAAGAACAATATTAATAAACGCATTATTAAAAGAATGTCACAATATAATAATGTTAACGAAACAGAACAACAAAGCATTAATAATGTTTTTGGTTGCCAAAAGGAACCATTATATTTAATAGATTAAGAAAATTAATGGAGGATGAATATATTAGAAGAGGATTTCAAGAAGTTAAAGTTCCAATAATAGCAAAGAAAGAATTATTTGAAATTAGTGGACATTGGGATAAATACCAAGACTGTATGTTCAAATTACAATCTGAAGATGAAAATAATATGTATGCTATGGCTCCAATGCATTGTCCATTTCATAATTTGATTTACAAATCAGATAGCAGGTCATATAGAGATTTACCAATCAGATATGCAGATTTTACTGCACTACACCGGAATAGAGGGAAGCTTACGAGGATTAACACGTGTACGTTGTTTTGAGCAGGACGATAAACATATATTTTGTACAAGAGAACAAATAAAAAGTGAAATAAAACGTTGCATAAATTTTTTAGAACACGTTTATAAAATATTTAATTTTGATTTTTCTCGAGACCCGATAATTGTATAGGTGATTTAAATACTTGGGACAAAGCAGAAAAAGAACTTGAAGAAGTATTAAATGAATGGGGACGACCATGGAAACTGAATAAGAAAGATGGTGTATTTTATGGTCCAAAAGTTGATATTCATTTAAAGGATTCATTAGGAAGAATGAATCAATGTGCTACAATTCAACTTGACTTCAATTTACCTGAAAGATTCCAATTAGAATATGTAAAAGAAGATCAGTCTTTTGAAAGATTTATAGCTATATTATGTGAACAATTGAATGGGAAATGGCCTTTTTGGCTTTCACCTAATCAAATTAAAATTATACCAATTAATTCAAGAAATAATAATATTCCCAAGAATATAACTAACATATTGAGAGATAATAAATATAGTGTAGAACTTGATGATTCAGATAATACTTTAAATAAAAAAATATTAAATGCTCAAAAAGATCAGTTTTATTATATGATTGTAATAGGAGATAAGGAAGAAAAAGAAAATAAATTAAATATTAGATATAGAGAAAATAATGAGAAAAAATTTATTACTTTGAATGAACTTTTACAAGAATTAGATTACAAAGCAAATAACTATTTGTAATAAGTTTGTTCATATAAAAACATGTTATAATCCAATAATATTTTATGAACAATATTATTAGAAAAATATAATAAATAAACTTAATATTCGGGTTCATTAATTTCGTATCTTGGATTTACAGAATATTTCTTTTGCATATACATTGGAACATGAGTTGAAACATCATTATTTCCTGTTCCATTCCATATTTTAATAACTCCCCAATTATGTTTTATGCTGAATGATAATCCATTAATATCAGAAGGTTTATCAGAAAAACATTCATTAAGAACTAAAATTGCTAATTGTTCTATTAATTCTATAGATCTGTCTTTTATTACCCTAATAGAACAAATTCCACCGCTTCTATTTGATGGATGTTCCCATGTGGGACCTGAAGATTCTCTCATTATATAAAATTGATGTTTTACTAAATCTAATTTATCTATATTTCCAAAGAATTCCCAAAATGTTTTAAGTGAATCAATTGTAAAAATATTTTTGTAAGATTCAGGAGTCCAATTGTTTGATTCTGAAGTATGAGTCCATATGTTCCAATTATTAAATAACTTATAGCTTGATCCGTCATCTGATGGTTTCGTGATTTTTTCTATACTAATATTAAAATGTGTATCATCAACTATATTATCTTTATCTTCATCTTCATTTCTGACAACTAAATTAGAATAATTTTTTGGCTTAACTATTTTTGTTTTTTTTTTATTTCCCACTGGTTGCCATTTTCCCGAACCATTATCAAAATGCGTATCTTCTACATAATTTTTCAATATTTTGTCATTTTTTTTGTTTGCTTGAGTAAATGATTGTTTGCTAACATTTTTCAAACTAGTCGAGTGAATATCATCCATATCACAATCATCATCATTGTTTAAAAAATTAAAATAATTTATATTTTCGGATTTGTTTAAATTCCTGTCATTTATGCTATTTTTTGGTTTATGCATTCAATCTCAGTAATAATATAAATAATTCTTTAACTACTTATAATATAAATTTCAATTTTATACAGCCATATGTTTATGGTTTACTTTGAATATACTAACAAAAGCCCCACACTGTATTATCTCGTCACTGGCATTGGCAACATTATATTCAATTTTGGCCAAATGTTTTAAAATATTCATAATTTTTTCTTCAGACAAATTAATTTTTTCATCTTTATTATTAAAATTTTTTGTCATAAGTTTTTCAATTAAATAGTCGTGAACCTCCACCATTATATCAGTCAAAGAGTATCCATTTTCTTCTTTATATTCTTTAAGAATATAATAAGCATTTTTAAAATCGTCATTTACTAAATTTCTTAAAATGTTCACAATATCTTTTTTATGAGGATATCCTAAGCATTTGTCAACATTTTTTTCGTCTATTGAATCATATGCCATTGATACAGACTGAAGAACATTTAAAACTTTTCGCATATCACCATTTGATCGCTTTACTACCGTATCAACTCCTCCCATAGTATATTTTATTTTTTCTTTTCCAAGTATCTCATATACTTTTTGTTTTACATAATTCATTTTGAGAGGAGCAAACCTGAAACACGTACATCTCGATTGTATTGCTACATCTATTTTTTTTATATAATTACAAATAAGACAAAATCTGACATTGTTAGTATATTTTTCAATCACTCTCCTCAAACTGGCTTGTGCATCGAGTGTCATCGCGTCTGCTTCATCTAAAATAATTAATTTAAATGGTGCACTCGATTGATTTTCAAACAACATACTTTTGGAATTTGCGAACTGCATTATTCGGTTTCTTACAACCTCAATACCTCTCTCTTCTGATGCATTGATTTCCATCGTCATAACATCATAATTTTCTTTGTATAGTGTTCTCGCAACAGCCATTATAGCACTAGTTTTTCCTGTTCCTGCAGGTCCGTGGAATAGCAAGTGAGGAAGTTCATTATTATTTATAAAATTGTTTAATGTTTCAACAATAATGCTGTGGGAAATAACATCATCAAGTTTATTGGGTCTATACTTTTCTATCCATGGTAAGGTTTCTTTCGATTCAATATTCAATAATTTTTTTTGCATTGCGATTATATATTTTATATGTGTTTAAATAAATTATATATTATATTTTGGTACTATAGATGCTTTTAAGATCAATTTTTACAAATATAGTAATGAGCCTAAATAATTATATGATATATACTTGCAACAAAATAAAATCAATATTTTTTAAAATAATAGATATTCAAATTTTTGATGTAACTGAGAAGACAAATTATTATCAATACATTTTCTTACAAATGATTATTCTTTTTAATAACATTATAAGAGTTATTCCTTATTTTGGTTCTCATATAATAAATATTTTAAATAAAGTAAATATAAATAAAAAAAAATATAATATTGTACATTTTAATATTTTTAAAAATAATCTAATAAAAAAAGTTATAATGGAAAATGATTATTTAGAAAATATGATTAACAAAGCATATAATTTACAAATTGATGTTAATGACTATATAATGAATAAAAAACATATAATAACAGATATTAATATATGTGGATCTAAGAGAAAGATATCTGTTAAAAATATTTTAGATGATTATTCAGATAAAAACAAAAATTTTGATCACAGTATAAAAAATATATTGTTATTTTCTAATATTGATTTCTATGATGATGATGTGTTTGAAATTAAATATATTGAGTTTCCAAAGAAAAAAACAAAATTGTATTATTTAAATGACATATTAAAGTGGCACATATGTGATGTTTATAATTTAAATTAAAAAAGTATGAATAATTATATTATATATAATGGAAAATGAAAAATCAAAAAAAATTATGTACAGAAAACCCGATAATATCCCAAAAAATATTACACCTTCTGAAATTACAGTAAATAATTCGATAAATGGACTGCCATTGGGTGCGTATGTCACCAATATATATGAATTCTGGAGAAAAGGGTATGATGGTTCAGGAGTGATAATTGGTATAATAGATGATGGTGTAAATGCAAATCATCCCGCTTTAATTAGATGTCCCGATAAAAGTAAAAAAGTTTTGGGACAATATACATTTGTAAGTGGCGGTAGAACACCAAATGCAACAGCGGAACACGGAACTGCAGTTGCAGGATTAGTGGCTGGATGGTCTAGTGATGGATATAGAGGCATGGCACCTAATTCAAAATTATACAGTTTCAATGTATTTGATACAGAAGGAGATGCAGATCCAAATGATATTGTGAGTGCTGTTCATAAAGCAATAGAATTGGGATGCCATGTTATCAATATGAGTTTAGGATCGCCTGACAGTTATACACGATTACATAATGTTGTTAAAAGAGCATTTAATTTTAACATTCCATGTGTTTGCTCAGCTGGAAATTCAGGTCCAGATACTGTGGAATATCCTGCAGCATATCCAGAATGTATATCAGTTGGTTCAGTGAGATACAGTTATAGTTCTGGAAATATTGCTGAATCTAGTTTCTCATCTACAAATACTGAAGTAGATTGTTGTGCTGTTGGTGAGAATGTATTGCTTCTTAATGCACAAACTGATGGGTATATGTATGGCAGTGGAACCTCATTTTCAACACCCATTGTGACTGGATTTATTGCTGTTTTACGACATTATTTATTAAACAAAAGAACAAATGTTAAAATAGTTTTGACTGTTGATGTTATTAAGAATGCAATGTATGCCAATACTTTAGATTTATTTGAGTTAGGAAAAGATAATGAGTCAGGTGTTGGATTTATATTTAGAAGAGGAGTAATAAATAGTCCTATTATTGTCAAAACATTTGGAACCTAATGGATCCATATTTATTTAATAGATATCAGTTAAAAAAATTGATATTTATAGTAAAAGATTTAAAAAAATATATATTACTAGTTATATTTATGGTAGATACAGAAATATATTCATATGAGGACAGAGTCAAACAAATAGACCATATAGATTTTGGTATATTACCTAATGCAGAAAAGTTAAGAATTTCAGCATTACCTAAGGATTCCATAGGTATTGATGTAGCAGATTTATATGAGAATTTAGAACCAAAAAGAGGAGGGCTGATTGATTTGAGGCTTGGGCCATCAGATAATAATTCTGATTGTGCCACTTGTGGTTTAAATTCACTTTATTGTATTGGACATTTTGGTCATATTGAGTTAGCGGAACCTATATTTCACATAGGGTATCTTCCATTTGTCAAAAAAATATTGAGTTGTATATGTTTGAGATGTTGTAAATTATTGGTTTATAAAAATGAAAGAGAAATTGGAGAAATGTTGAAAAACAAATCAGGAAAATCTAGAATGAATGAAATAAGAAACCTTGTAAAAAGTGTGACTTATTGCCAAAAACAATATTATGGCTGTGGTACACCCGTTTCTAAAATTAAATTGGAAATTAAAAAGTCCACTGCAGCTATTAGTCTGATTTCAGAAACAGATTTTACTACTGTGGGAGAAGAAGGTGGTCCAGCAGCAGGATTTGAATTTGAGGGAAAAAAGAAGAACAGACAAATTTTAACACCTGATATTGTATATGATATACTTAAAAATATTAGTGACACTGATTGTAGGATATTGGGTTTAGATCCAGAAAAATCCAGACCTGAGAATATGATTCAGAAAATTTTCCCTGTTCCTCCTGTTCAAATGAGACCATCGGCCAAAGCAGATTTTATGGCATCTTCCACTTTGGAAGATGATTTGACTCATAAATTGGCTGATATCATTAAGGCAAATATCAGAATCAGAAAACACAAAGAAACTATGAATGAACAAAATGCTAAATATATTGTCGATAATAATCAATTATTGCAGTTTCATGGTGTCACTTATATGGATAATGATGCTTTGGGCCTTAGATCTGAACAAAAAGGTAAAGTCATTAAATCTTTGGGTTCTAGATTAAAGGGTAAAGAGGGTCGGATTAGATCTAATTTGATGGGTAAATTTTTGCCCGAAATAGGACAATTTGTTCTAGTCAGATAAATTCTGGCAATATTATTTAATTGCGGGGAAATCTTGTAAATTTATTATACTTATACACTATTTAAAAAAAGGTAGCATATGAATCAATATATGAATACCGGAATAATTTATAAAATAACTAACACAGCTAATGGAAAAATTTATATTGGACTAACAAAAGAATATCATAGAGATGGTAGCACAAAAGTGAAATATGGAATACAAGGTAGATTATCTAATCACTTTAGTTGTGCTTTTTCAAAAAATAAAAAAAATGATTGTCCAATGTTGTATAACGCTATACGAAAATATGGAAAAGAATCATTTATGATTGAAGAAATATGTAAATGCAGTACAGATAAGGTTGAAGAAAAAGAAATATACTATATAAAAGAATATGATTCTATAAATAAAAAAATTGGATACAATATATCTTTGGGTGGAGACGGTAATCACAGAAATAAAATTAAGGAAGAGACAAGAATGAATATTTCAAAATCACAAAGACAAGGAATAATGAACATAACACCTTATTATAAAGAAAAAATATTAGTAGGTTATATTGCAAGGAGAAAGGAAAATGGTAAACAATTTCAAAAATATTTCACTTCAACTAAATTTTCTCCAGAAGAAAACAAACTGAAAGCGATACAATATATTAATTCAATAAAAAATAATAAAGATGATTCTGATATTAATAAAAAATACAACAAAGAAAATAATTTGCCCAAAAATATAAATTTGGCAGTAAACAAAAATAAGAAAATTTGTGGCTATACTGTTCATATTATGAAAGAAGGCAAAAAATATTCAAAAACATTTCAGAAATCTGATTTATCAATGGAAGAAAAATTACAGTTAGCAATAAATTATAAAAATAGTGTATTAAATAGTCAAAATTAATAAATTAGAGATAATTCGCAGCCATTTATAAATGGTTCAGAGACTATAAAATAATAGGTTCAATTATGAGCTTAAGATATAGTCCTTCTATTATCATTAACACGTTAATAGGTCAAGAAAAGAGTCGATTTTTCGGCCCGTACAGTCATTACAAGTGACCCAACAATAAGTATTAATCAATTGGGAGTTCCAATTAAAATTGCAATGAATTTAACTTTCCCCGAAGTTGTCACTCCAGAAAACATTGCACACTTAACAACATTAGTGAGAAGAGGAAGAGATGAATATCCAGGAGCAAACTTTGTCTTTCCTGCAAGTCAATTGGTGCCAGGTCAAAGAATTTTACCAATTGATTTAAGATATAAAAAAGAAAAAGTAGAGCTTAGATATGGTGATATTGTTGAAAGACATATGGTTGACGGTGACATTGTTCTACTCAATAGACAGCCTACTTTACATAAACAATCTATGATGGGTCATCGAATCAAAGTTATTAACAACCCGTTATTGAATACATTTAGACTTAACACATTAGGTCTTAAAAACGATAATTCGTTAGTCCAAATATATTGGGCAATATAATCAAATTGCTGGAAAATCCTTAGAATTTCAAATCATAATACTGAAAACACTTCAGTATAAGAATAATTTTGGAATATTGGATAATCAGCAACTAATTAGCTTGGCTAATAGCTCAACGACTATAAGTTTATAGGTACAATATAAGTTGTGCATAAGATATAGTCTAACAACACGTTTTAACGTGTTAGTTGTAATGTATCGGTAACAACACCTAAATTATTGGGTGTTAGAGCGGTAACGCTAGTCTTTTATAAAAAGGCAATATAATCAAATTACTGGAAATTCCTAAAAATCATATAACTAATAACAAAGCTTTATTTGTTATCGTGAAATGATATGATATGGATGGATAATCAGTAGCCAATCAATTGGTTCAACGACTATATGATTATAGGTTCGAGAATTTATGTTAACGTTTACATAAATTAGAGCTTAAGATATAGTCTGTCTAAATAAGAAATTATTTAGAGTACACGTATAATGCCGATAAATTGATGTCGGTAACAGGCTTATTTAGTCTAGTCATCTATAGATGGCAATATTATTAAACTGCTGAGAAATCCAGAAATCTGATTTGCTTAATTCAAACACGTTTTGAATAATAGATATAATAATTAGAAGTATAAAATTGAATTTAGTTAACAATATAAATATAATTACTTGACAATTAATAAAAATGAGTAAAGAAAACAAAAATAAAATATTAGTAATTAAAGACAAAGTTGAAGAAAAAGAAAGTTCGATCAAAAATAATATTTTAACTGAGGAAAATTACCAAATCCATACCAAACTTAAAAATGGTGATATTGGAGAAGAAAATTTGGAAACGGGAGTAATTTACTACATACAAAATACAGTAAATAAAAAGGCATATATTGGTAAAGCATATTCTTACGAAAAGCACGGAAAGAAAAATCCTTCATATTATGGAGTTCGTGGCAGATTCAGAAGACATGTATCTAATGCGAATTCTGATAATGATTTAGTAAATAATGAATGTCCATTGTTTTACGAAGATATACGTAAATATGGGAAAGAAAAATTTACTGTCGAAACTTTAAAAATATGTTCCAAAAAAGAACTTAGAAAATATGAAGAAGAATATGTATTATTATATGAGACACATAAACCCGAAATTGGATATAATTTTCATATCGGCGATAAGAAGCCACTAGATCCTGAACATATAAAAGTTTATAAACAAAATAAAGCAAATTCCAATGCATCACGTGCTATAAATGGTAAATTAAAACAATCGGAAGAAACCAAAAATTTACCTCCCAATATTAATCTTAAAAGAATAAAAGATGATGATGGTAATATAAAATCAGAGGGATATTATGTTAAAATAAAATTAAATGACACTATATATCATAAATTTTATATGAGTAAAAAACTCTCAATGAACAAAAAACTTGAACTTTGTAAAAAATATCTTGAAAAATTAAAGAAAGATAAAACTAAATAGAATTTTATAAATGGATAATCAGCAACCAATTAAATGGTTCAGAGACTTGATAATAATAGGTTCATTAACTATGAGCTTAAGGTAAAGTCCGTCCCTATGGAAACATAAGGGAATACACGTTTGATGGTGATGAGATAAAATATTTGTCTCAGATAACTATTATAAAGTTAGTTCTAATATAATTAGAGCAAGATTTTTAAACTGCGGGAACTTCATAAAGCTTGACAGACTATGTTTCATATTGAATGAAATGTGTAATATTGTTAAGATATATTGATAATCCGCATCCAATTAAATTGGATCAGAGACTATACAAAAATCGGTCATAGCACATGGCTTAAGATATAGTCCATTGTACATTGAAATATGTATAATTTATTGGAATATTTTCATTCCTCAGAGTATTCAAACACAAATTGAATTAGAGGAAATAGCAGATGTTAAGAGACAAATTATTACTCCAGCCACATCACGTACAATTATTGGTATCGTACAAGATGCATTGGTTGGTTCATATAATTTGACTTCTCCAAGTATGAGAATAGATTGGAGAAATGCGATGAATATTGTTTCATACACAAGTATGGAAGATTTCAAAATGATAAAAAAAAATAAAGAATACACCGGACAAGAATTATTTTCATTAATCATACCTTCAAAGATTAATGTTAATAGAGCTGGTGTCGAAATTCAAAATGGTGTTCTTAAAAAAGGACAATTGAGTAAAGAATTCTTAGGTTCCAAAAAGAAGAATGCTTTGCATCAGTTAATTTGGGATCAATATGGTGTAGAGGAAACCAAAGACTTTATGGATAATGTTAACAGATTAGTAAATAACTTTAATTTGTATAATGGTTTCACAGTAGGTATTGGTGATATAGATGTTCCAAAAAATGTTGGCGAACAGATACAAAATTTGTTTCAAACAAAAGAAATGAAAGTAAATCACATAATTACTGAAGTCGAAAATAATCCAGAATTAATGACAGAAGATTTGTATGAGAGAACAATTTTTGCTGAATTAAATAATGTTTTGGAAGATGTTAGTAAATTAATTATGAACAATCTTAAACCAACAAATAACTTTGGTATTATGATAAACGCCGGTTCTAAGGGTGAAGGCAGAAATATGGGACAAATTTCGGGTTGTATTGGTATGCAGGCTTTTGAAGGTAAATTGATACCAAAAATAGTTAATAAGAGAACTTTACCATATTTCTTCCAAAATGATGATCGAAGTGAAAGTAGAGGACTTATTAAAAGACCTTATGTGCATGGCATGACATATCCTGAATTCTTTTACCATAACATGACTTAATTTAGGTCATAAGAACAGAAAAATGTTAGTTCTTAAATATTAAGAGCAATATAATCAAATTGCTGGAAAATCCTAAAATTTCCAATCAAATATTAAAATATTTTTTTTAATGGGGAATAATTTTGAAAATATATGGATGATCAGCAACTAGCAGACAAACAAGTCTTAAAGTTCAACGACTATAAGTTTATAGGTACAATGTTTATTGTGCTTAAGATATAGTCTAGTAATATGTGAAAACATATTTATTATACGGGAAGATCCGGATTGATTGATTCTGCTGTTAAATCAGTGACGGGTGATACTGAAATTATAATAATAGAAAACAATGATTCAAAACTTGTTAAAATTGGAGAATGGATAGACAAACATCTAGAAAGTAATCCATTAAAAATAAAAAAATATACTGAAAGAAATTTGGAACTGCTTGAATTGAAAGATAAAGTATATATTCCAACAACAGACTATGATGGAAATGTATCATGGGCAGAATTGACAGCCGTTACGAGACATGATCCAGGTGAAGTGTTATATGAAATAGTAACACAAGGAGGTAGAAAAGTCATTGTGACGGAGTCAAAATCATTATTAGTGTGGAATAACAATAACAATAAACTTGAAGAGAGAGACACACCTCTGATTAATATCGGAGATAAGATACCAGTAACTATGAGATTATCTAGACCACCCATTATTAAAGATTGTATAAATATGGTAGATTATTTACCCAAAAAAGAATATTTATATGGTGGTGATTTTATAAAAGCTAAATTTGAGGTTGAAAATGAAATGAATAATAAACAAAAAATATCTTCAGGATGGTGGGGTAATAATAATGGTAAATTATTTACTTTGCCCTATAACACAAAAACAATGTTTACCAGAGTATTTAAAAGATCTAAAATTGACAATATAAAAGAAGGCTATATATATCCATTTTCAAGTAACAGAGATCATACATTAATACCTGATAAATTTAAACTAGATAGAGATAATGGATTATTCATAGGATTATTTTTAGCAGAAGGTTGTGTAAATATGACTAATGGAAATATTAGAATTTCAAATAACAATCCAAACGTAAGAAATTTTGTAAAAACATGGTTTAATAAATATTCAATTAAGTGCACAGAAACAACAAAAACTAAAGAAAAAATAATAGGAACAAAACTAACAATTGGTAAAACAACCGATATAGATGGCACTTCTATTGTGTTAGCTAAATTTTTAACAAAATTAGTTGGACATGGTTCAGAAAATAAACATGTACCTGCTGAAGCGTTTAATGCACCAGAAGAATTTATTATTGGATTATTAGATGGTTATTTCTCAGGAGATGGATGTGTTACAGATTCACAAATAGTAGCAAATTCAGTGTCTCTAAGATTGTTAAATGGAATTGCGATGTTATGCACAAGATTAGGTATATTTAGTACTATTTCTAAAGCAATTAATTCAGATGCAACAGGGTTTATAAAAAAATTACCATATTATAGATTTACAATCAGAACACATTCGGTTGATAAATTTAGGGAAAAGATTGTCTTGATTGATAATGTTAAAATGGATAAATTAAAAAATGTAATCCCAGCACATATAAACAGATATTATAATTATATAAATGACATTGCACTTGATCCAATTGTCGCTATTAATATAATAGACGTCAAAAAATATCCTAAAGTATATGATGTAACAGTTCCATCTACATTTAATTTCGGTTTAGCCAATGGATTGCAGGTTAGAGATACTGCAGAAAGTGGCTACCTGCAGCGCAAATTGGTCAAATCGATGGAGGACATAATGATAAAATATGATAGAACAGTGAGATTGGCAAATAATGCGGTAGTCCAATTTGTGTACGGAGATACAGGAGCAGACACAACAAAACAATATGAATACAACATTAAAATTTTGGAAATGGGTGATATTGAGTTAAAAGAAAAATACAAGATAAAGGACAGTGATTTGAATAAATATAAAATTTCAAAAGAAAGTAACGAAGAATTTTTCAACAACGTAAGAGAATTGAGAGACATATTAAGAGTATCACAAGTAAAATCTAGAATGGATTACAAAACATTAGGTACAGTATATATGATACCAATAAATTTAGTTGGTATAGTGGACAATATCAGGAACCATAAACCAGATCAAGTTGAACAATTGGAAGCTCAATATGTTTTAGACAAATTAGAAGAATTGTTGGATAATGATTTAACTAAATTGTGCTGTATATTGGATAAAGATAAGAATAATAAGGACTCAATTAAATATCAAGATGAACAAATATCCAAAACATCTTTCAAAATGGCATTATATGACTCTCTCGCACCAGCAAAATGCATATACGAATACAAATTATCAAAACAACAATTTGATTTAGTTATTACTGACATATCAAATAGTTATAATAAAAGTATAGCAGAAGCTGGCGAAATGGTTGGTGTAATAGCTGCACAATCATGTGGTGAACCAACTACTCAATGTGGGTAGTAAATGTCTAATTACGGGCAAGTCGAAAATAAAAAGTTTCGGCAATATTGTCAAATAGCGAAAATATCTTTAATACATATTATAACTAATAGTGTTTCAACTGTTAGAATATCATAATATATGTATAAATAAAGACAATTTGCTAGCCATAAATGGCCACAACGACTATACGATGGTAGGTTACAATTTAGTAGCTTAAGACATAGTCTACTCTAATAAGTGATTATTAGTTTTTAAGGCAAATGACGTTAAACAGTTTTCATAGTGCAGGTATTGCTGCAATTGGTTCAGTAACTCAAGGTGTGCCAAGAATTAAAGAATTATTAAGTTTAGCAAAAAAAATCAAGACACCGCAAATGATTATATATTTAACAAAAGAATATATGGCAAGTAGAGAAATGGCAAATAAAATCTCATCATATATCAAATACACAACGCTTGGACACATAATTAAGAAAATTTCAGTATATTATGATCCAGATCCAAATAGTAAAGACAGTTATATGCAAAAAGACAATGTGAAGAATATATATCTTACAAATAAGACAAGTAAACATAGTTGTCAAGCAGATATAAGTGGATTGCCGTGGTTAATGAGAATTGAATTGGATAGAGAAAAAATGCTGGAAAAAGAAGTTACATTATTAGATATAAAGAGCAAGTTTTGTAATTCATGGGAAAAGAGATATGCTGATATGAAAAATATGAAGAAAGAAGAAAAATATGTTTTAGAGAAAATATCTCAATTGGCTGTAATTAGTAACACTGATAATGATAGATCTCCTATGTTACATTTTAGATTCGAAATGTCAGATTATGATATGATGATAATAAATCAGTTTATCGAACATATTATTGATAAGTTTAAATTGAAGGGTATTCCATCGATTGCAGATATTGCAACCACACAAGAAGAAAGAGTGTTGTATTTTGATGGTCCAAATCATGATGTAGAAAAGAAAACACAATTTGCTATTTATACAGTCGGTATAAATTTGACTGATATCAGATATATTGCCGGTATTGATCCATATAGAACAATCTGTAATGATGTGATAACTATGTATGAAAATTTTGGTATTGAAGCAGCCAGAGCAACATTAGCAAGAGAAATAGCCTATGCATATGAGAGAGCAGGTAGTGGTGTCAATTATCATCACTTGTCTGTATTGGTCGACTTAATGACAAGTAACGGTTATTTAACATCTATTGATAGACATGGTATGAATAAATCCGATGTTGATCCATTCTCAAGAGCATCTTTTGAGAAAACAGTTGATCAATTAGTTACAGCAGCAGTGTTCGGTGAAGTTGATCATATGAAAGGTGTATCATCTAGAATTATGGCTGGTTTAGTAATCAAAGGTGGTACGGGAATGTGTGATTTAATTTTAGATACTGAAATGTTAGAGAAATCCGAATATACTATTGATATTGGTCAAAAATATGAGAAAACATATATTCCTGTTAATAAAGACAATGTCAATGATCACTTTGTTAAAGAAGAGGATAGTAATATTTTTGTTCCATTAGAATAATAAGTTTTTTTATTAAAAATTGATTTTTTTAAAGTCATAATATTATGTTATAAATAAAAATATAATATGATGATAAATTTTTGTGATTTTGATATAAATAAGTTTACTATTGATAATTTTATTAATAATAACATTGAATCAAAATTTTCAACTATAAAATGTAATTATGATAATAATCATTCATTTTTATTATCAAGTGATTTTATTTCATGTTCATGGTATCCAATTTTAAGAGAAAATGACAACAGTTTTAGAATATGTAAAACAGATAAATTAAAATGTATGTTTGATAAATTTAAAGTTATAGATGATTTTATGTTTGGTTATCAAAAAAATATAAACAATTATAAGTATATACCTTTTGTTAGAAATTCTGGTGATTATTTCAATAATGAACAGATTAAATTTAAGTTTGCAAAAAATTTTGATGGTAGCTTTAAAACCAAAATAATATTAGGAAAAATAAAAAACAATAATTTTGAAGGAACTGAACAAAAAATCAATTCAATGTCAGAATTTAAAAAATATATAAAATACGGTAGTAAAATTAGAGTGATATTTGCTATGAATAAAATTTTATTGTTAAACAGAGAACCAAATCAAATAAAAGATTTTATGTTACATTTAGAATGTGTCAGAATAGACATTATTATTTCACAAAAATAAAAATTTATTTATATGCTTTTAGGAAATCTACAGCTGAGCGATTATATTTTTCGTATAATAATTTAAGATCTTGAGGAGAAAATTTTGATAAATCCACATTTTCAATATGATGTATTTTACTGATTGCCATATCATAGTATTTTTTCATTATTGATAAATTGGGTCTCTTTTTACCGAACATAATTTGATAATTATCACCATGTGCATTGGCAAGATCATCAATCTGTTTAATTTCTTCATTTGATAATTTTGGACCCATAGTTATAATATTGTTATTGTGATCATTTGACAGATAACAGTCTATAATTGGAAGTCTAAATAAATACTTTTCAGGACATTTACCTCTACTTTCAATATTAATATCTTCCCCAGATCCCAATGCTATATCGTAATAACCTTGGAAACCATCACATGACTCAACCCATAAATTGGAAAGTCTGTTTGTGTAAAAGTATTGAATTAATACATCTGGATGAAAACACAGAGGACCATCAGGATCTTTGCCAAGTCGTTCTCCAGTATAGGGGTCCCACTTATCATAAAACTTAAAACATTTATCATCATTCAGATCAACTGATATAATTGGATCCATTTTCCTCAATCTTATGATTTTATAATATAAGGAAGTTCTATTGTCAAAGTTTTCTTTTTTTAGATTATCATTGATAGAATCATATTCTTCATAATCAACAGGATCATTACAATATATCATGTATTGTTTTTATAATTGATATATATTTATAATTATATATATAATTAAAGTATCAATTTTTTTAATGTTTTGGGGTATATAAAAAATTGAAAAAAAAACTATTTAAATACAAACTTTTATATATAAGTATAAGTTTAAATGTCAAAGCAACAAACCAAAAGAACAAACAATACAGTTAACCAAACAAACAATACAGCAAAACAAACAAACAATACTGGAAAAAAATCAGCAACAATTATTGATTGTGAAAATTTTGATGTGTCTAAGTTTTCAGTAGAAAAATGGGAAAAGGACACGAAATTTCAAAATAAAGGTCAATATATGACATTTCCTAGATATCAATTTGGTAAAGAAAAGAAACCATTTGTATTCAAAACAAAACCAATTAAATTTGTACAATATGGTGTTAAAAAAATAGACGGTGAATTTATAAAATCAGACGAACAACGAGATTATATGAAAATACCTTTTGATGAAAATCAACCAGAGTGTGTTGAGTTATTCAAAATGTTTGAAACAATAGACGAATATTTTAAAAAAAACATTGTAACGATATTAGGTCCTTTTGGTACAGTATCAAAATTATATTCTTATCAACCAATTATAAGATCACCTCCTCCAAAAACAGAAGATGATGGTAAACCAGACACAAGAATGAAATATGCAAAGATAAAATTTTCAACAAATTTTAACACTAAAGAATTGGATACAAAAGTTTATTCACTTGAAAATAATGACCTGGAGAAATACGAGGTTAAAAATATGAGTCAACTAGAAAAACATTTGAGATGGAACGGTGTGTGTAAATTTATTATTACTGCCAGTAAAGTATGGATTGGTAAGTCAGTTGATCCAACTGGTAAAAAAAGATATGGAATAGCATTTAAATGTCCTCAAATGGTTGTAGTTGAAAGACCACCAGAAAACTCGAAAGAACAATTTTCAGAATTTGCCTTTGAAATAGAAACAAATGATGATAGTAATAATGGTGAAGAAAATAATGAAAAAGAACAAGAAAACGAACAACAGGAAGGTGAAGAACAAGAAGAAGAACAGCAAGAAGAACAACAGGATGAACAAGAAGAAGAACAGAAAGAAGAACAAGAAGAAGATGAGGAACAAGAAGAACAAGAACAAGATGAACAAGAACAAGAAGAACAAGAACAAGATGAACCAGAACCAGAACCAGAACCAGAACCAGTTAAACCAGTAAAGCCTGTTAAAAAGGATGCTGGTAAGAAACCAGTTTCTAATCAAAAGAAGTAATAAAAGTTTTATTTATTTAAACAAAAATATTTAGTTTATTTAGTTTATTTAGTTTATTTAGTTTATTTGGTTTATTTCGTTTATTTTATTTTTAATATAATATAACTTATATTATATTTAATGCAACACAAGATATTAAAATTAGAAGAAATAGATATGAAGAATATTGAATTTATGAAGCCAATTAAAAAGAAGTCGGATATAATAGTCCCGATTCATTATAAAACAAACAGTAATATATTAGGAAAAACACCTTTATTAGTGCAAGTTCCTTCATTATATCTAAACGATACTTATAAAGAAAAAAGTTCCTTAATTTTACCATTTATGGGAAAAACAGATTATTCAACAAACTTAGTGTGTGAGTTTTTCAATAACTTGGATTCCATCATTTTATCTAATATTAAAAAAATACTTTATGAGTTAGTCAATGAAAAAAATAACAAAATAAATTTTTCGGATATTTCTTATAAAGCCATAGTTAATGAAATAGAAGGTGACGATAATGAAATTTATAAAAATGGATTAATAAAATATAAATTGCATAATAACAAAGACTTTGCAACAAAAATTTTCGATGAAAATAAAAATCTGATTGATGTGATGGATTATTCAAAAAAAATGGTAAAAGGTACATATATAAAGTCAATAATCGAAATTAATTCATTAGTCATAAGAGATAGTGTAATACAAGTATATATTAAGCCACATCAATTAAGAGTACAATACAAATTTGACACAGTGAACTTGGATAGTTATTCATTTATAGATTCCGATGATGAAAATGATAAAGCGGTAGAAGATAATGAAATAGTTTTGAACACTCAAACTGATTATCTAGAAATAAATAGGAATAGTCCAACCCAAACCATTAAAAAAGAAGAACAACAGATAAATAACTTGGAAAAACAATTTGAAAATTTATGTAACAATGATAGTTTCATAAATGAAGAAATAAATGAACAATTATGTAGTTCAGAAACAGATGTGAATGATATAACATTCAATAGTGAAATTAATAATATAGAAAACAATTAATCAAAACAAACAACAATTTGAACTTCATCGTCATCACAAGTTTTGGTGGCTTTTACATTGATATCATTTTTTTTAGCTTTTACTTGTAAAGTTCCGTTCTTCACAGGTGTATTTTTATTTTCTATTTTTTTAAGTTTATTTTTTTCTTTCTTCTTCTTCTCCTTTTTCTTTTTATCATCTTTGTTTGATTGATTCATTGCCTTTGTAACTTGATTAATATTTCTTTCAACAAATCCAATTATATTATTTGAAATGGCCCATTTAAAAAAGTTAAGTTGTCCAAGTGTTGTATATAATTTTTTGGACTTATCATTAAGATCATAATAAAAATAAAACTTTCTTTTTCTTCTGAAAGGATCAAAGTATCTTTTTTTATAAGACTTTAACTGAGCTTTATAACTTATATGCACGTCAAAAACTTCTGAATTTGGATTATTTGATATAATCATTTTTTTAGAATATCTAGTAACGAACCAATCAAGGACTCTCAAGGATATACCAGATGAACTATTAATAATTTCGACCATTTTTTTTATTTCGTCAATTGAGCATCTTTTAAAGAATTTTTCTATCATTTTATAGTACATAAGTTCTTTATTAGTAAAAAATTTTGTTGGATCAAAGTTTTTATCTTCTGGTTCAGCTATTGAGGATGCTTCTGAATCAGAAGAGAGTATATTATCATCATCTGATAATGTATCTGAACTATTTTTTGATTTATTTTTAATGACACTCATTATACTAGTATTAATTAGAAATCCTTTTTAAGTGTTTTTATCATAAACAAATTATTTAGCATCAGTATCTTGTTTTTTTCCTTTACCCTTTACTAGTAAAGTTTTTTTAGTTTTTTCTTTTGATTTCTTTTTTGCTTTTTCAGCGGATTCTGATATTTCATCAATCATCTCTTTAGACAAAGTTAATGAATCATCATTTGATTCTAATATTTTGATATCTACTTTATACTTTGCATCATCTGCCTGATTCATTTTATATATTTCCTCTTCAACAGTATTTTTAACTATAAATCTTACAACTTTGACTTCTTTAGTTTGTCCCATACGATGAGCTCTACCAACTGCTTGCCATTCTGTATTCTTTCTAAATTCATATGTACCATAGACAGGATCTAATAATATAACTTGAGATGCTTTAGTCAAGTTTGTTCCAGAAGCAGCACTTTCAGAAGACAACATAATTACTTTAACATCATCTTCACTATTGAATGTTCTTATTGCCTTATCACGTTGCCATACATTACCTCTACAAAAAGCATTTTTAATACCATGACTATCGAGAATTTCGCCAACTTTATGCAACAAATCATCCCATTGTGAAAATATGATAGTGTGTTGATTAGTTTTTTTCAGATAATATATTAGATTAGCAAGTTTTGTTCCAACTTTATTAATTAAAGCAATTTTATCCTTCAACTCTTTAGATTCTTGATCAACCTTTTTATTTTTCTCATAAGATATAATATATAATTCACTATCTTTTACTCCTTTTCTGCAATATGGACATTGTTGTTTTTGATTAATAATTGTTTTAATACATTGATAACAGAACAAATGACCACATTTTGTTACACCAATATTATTTTCGGGGATTTCTCCCAAACAAATACCACATACTTCGTCCTCATCATCATCAGAATCACAATCAGAGTCTGAATCTTCATCTTCAATATTTTCCTTCTTTTCCACTGTTTTTCTTATTCTTTCCATAACATTATTATAAAATTCCAAAGTTGTTTTCTTTCCCTCATAATCTTTTGTCAACTCATCTAATCTCTTTTTACAGTTTGCTAATGTTTCGTACATATTATCCAGAGTCAATCTATTATTATCCCATTTTTTACCTATTATTTTCATAATTCTTGTTTGATTCTCATCATTGACAATAATCGTTTCCCTATTGTCATCAGAATCATCATCAGAATCATCACTATCGGAATCATCTATATTAAAAAGTGACATATCCAAATTTTCGCCATCTTCACCGGCAATCAATTCTGTTTCCTCATTATCCGTTTTTTCTCTAATTGCTCGATAACCCATTGTTTTCAATATTCTTTTTTGTCTTTTTCTTTCATATTTCTTAATTCTGGCCTCCATAACTTTTATTCTTGTTTTTCCATTATTAACTTTATTTTCAGATAATTTAGCTGATTGAGCATAATGTTTTATCATTGTTTTTTCAATATCTTCCAAAGTTTTACAATTTGATAATGAATGTTTAGTTTCTTCCGAAATTTTAGGATGACAACACAACTGTCTCAAAAATTTACTGAATTTATCATTATTAGGATTCGCCAAATATGCGTTATACATCATTCTTTCTGTTGGTGTAAAAGTTAACCAAACAATTTCTTCTTTTATTGGAGGTAATTTGTATTCCTGTGTTACACTTTTTTTAGTGTTTCTTCTAAAGAAACTATTTAATATATAATTCTTAATGTTTTGGTTTAGTAATATTTTATTGCTAGTTAATATCGAAGGATAACCAGTGCAATAATCAATCATATTATACAAACAATTTGGATTCTTATCAAAAGGAGTTCCTGTTACTGCCCATTTATATGTTGCTTGGAATAATGGTAATATATTCACTATATGTTTATATTTGTCTACTGTATGATTTTCGTGAAACTCATCAACAATAATTCTATGCCAATGAATAGCCAATAATTGAGGATTTGTTTTTGCTAAAATAGAAGGATTCTTAGTTATACCACTACCCAAAGTATCTAAATATCTATTTACTGTTGCTCTGTCAAATACTGATGGCGATGATTTGTGGTACTGCTTATTTTTTGATACCGCGCTTAACCAAGAATCTAAGAATGCCCTATTATCCAAAAATGAATACGACAAAATAACAAAATCAGCATCCAAAACATCTTGATATGTATATTTATCAAAATGAACTTTTGTTAACAATGGTACAATTGACACATTATAATCACTCTTTATTTTATCTTCTAATTCTCTTTTCCATTGTCCACATAATTGGTTAGGACACATTATTAATGTAGCTCTACTATAAAGTTTGTTAGAACCTGGTCTAATATATTTTAGGTCAGTAGAGGGGTTTAACAACGATAAAGTTGTCATTTGTATGGTCTTACCTAATCCAACTTCGTCAATTAAAGCACCTCCTTTAAATTGTAATTTCTTTTTTTCATCTTCTAACATAAAATTTTGTGTAAATGCATCATACAAAACATCTCCCAAACTAATTTCGTCATTTAAATTGAATGAAATTGATTTGTAATCTTTTTCTCTCTGTAACATCCAGTTTATTGATCTTTTTTGATAGGGATACAAATTTATATTAAGAAATTTAGGTGATTCAATCATTGGATCAATAATATCACCTGTTTTTTCCAAAACACTTTTTATAATATCATCTATTGTTTTTTTGATTAACGTCATTTCATTTTGAGAATCATGTATTCCTCCATAACTTCCTTTATGATAAAGTATATGAAATCTACAAACAGAAATTAAGAAATCTCTATTTGGTATTTCTTTTTTATCCACAATATATTTTTTTAATAAATTGCCATTCACCCCCACAACAGTATATTTTTCAATTGGATGTTTATCACTAACAAACATGATAATTTGATATAGGTTTCTATCAAGATTTTCTGTAATAGTATAAGTCTCTCCAAATTTATTAAATTCTTCTATTGCATCATTATCATTGAGCTGGATAAAATCTGACTCAAACAAGCCGTTCATGGTTTTATTAACAGTTAATTTGTTGTTAAAAGCATGTGTATCGGCGAATTTGTCATAAAACAACATATACCATCCATCGATTTCCATTGTGTATTATCTATTATTTTTGAATTAATTATTTATCCTTTTAAGATTCAATTTTTCATGATGATGTATAAAAGATAAAATATATGATTTAGTATTATAAACTATAAATGTCAAAATTATGTTCTAGTTGGTTGAATCAAAAAAATAAATCAATAAGATGTACCAGATTATGTTGTGATAATAGTGATTTTTGTAAATATCACAAAAAATATGCAATATATATGCCGGGATTAGATAAACTATCAAAAATGTCTAAAGAGGATGATGATTATAAGATTTTAGATGAAAAGTATTCAGAGAATTTATTGGGACTGTATGATTCATGGAAAGATGTTCCAAAAAAATTCAGAGTTATATTAAACAATAAATATTGGGATGTTAGGATGTTAATTGATATTTTTTCCAATCAATTGATATCATGTGAAATGGAAAATCCTAAACCATCGTATCTTCACGATCCTTTTACTCGAAGAAATTTTACACCGGATGAACTTTGTATATTTGCTTCAAAATGTCGGGATCTTTCCTTAAAAATATATGTTGGTTTAGCTATTTTTTTGAAATCAAATTTAAAGAAAATTTATAAACAAGAATATGCTACCTCTCAAGAAATGTCATATGCAATTGTACAAATTTTGTCAAAAAAATTGAGATATAAAATAATTAATAATAAAAATTCACAGGATTGTTATACAGGATATTGGGTAAAAAAATCTGAAAATTTTAGTGATTTTGAGAAATTATACAAATATTATGATTCACTTCCTTATCAAGTATATGAATATATCAATCACGGATATTATATAATTGAGAATACTGAAAAAACAGAAATTAAACATATATTGGATTCAATAAAACAAGAAAATATTGATTTAAAATCAGATGATCTATGTATATATTTATAACATATAACATAACAATAAATACACGGGTAGTCACAAATATATATAAAGAAATACGGAGTCATTATTATCATACTATAGAATGTCATCAAAAAAGCAACAAGGTAATAATAATAAAACAACAGACAATAATGCGGTAATAGAAAAGAATAATAAGACAAATAAAACAAATAAAACAGAAAATAAAAAAACAAATAAAAAAGTAGAAGATAAAAAAGTGGAAGATAAAAAAGTGGAAGATAAAAAATTAAAAAATAAAAATGTTATGCCTGATGAATTAAAGAATATGTTAAAGTTTAATGAAACATTAGCAGATTTTAAGAATAAAGTTGATACTGAAATTGATACTTTGAAGAAGCTCAAAAATGAACTAAAGAAAATAGAAAGCAATTATCAACAAGATTTAATGAAAGTTTGGAAGAGTAAAAAGAAGCGTGTTAATAATGGTGAAAAAACTGGTTTTATTAAGAGTCGCAAATTACCAAAAAAATTGGCAGATTTAATAGGTGTCGAAGAAGGGACAGAAATGTCAATGCCGACATATACACAAAATTTTTATGAAAAAGTTTTAGATAAAAATAATCTCTTTTATGAAAAAGATAAGCGTGTATTTAGGGCTACTAAAGAGTTAATGCAGTCATTGGGATTACCTGAATCAGTTAATAATTCTACTAATTATTTAGACAAAGATGGTTTTAATTTTTCTACTTTACAAAAACATTTAACAAGAATAATTAAAGAAGAAAGTGAGCATCATAATAATCAAGAAAATGATATTACAAAGAAGGCTGTTATAAAGCAGAAAAAACAAAATGTTTCTGTATCATCATCTGCATAAAGGATATATTTTTAATCGTAAATTGTTTTTATTTTACTTGAAATTTGGTCAATATCTTTGATCAAGAGTTTAACAATAAGATTTCCTCTCAATATGTTATTGTTATCATCACAATAAGGTAATCCTTTATCAGTAATGGTTATTATTGGTATATCATTTATCATACTTTTAAAACCGATATTTAAAATTTCACCATCAACATGACTAAAATTCAAATCACCTCCATACAAGTATTCATACAATGTTATATAGACGTTTGTGTACAAGTTATTGTCAATAATCGTATACCCATCAACATCTTCAACTATAATATCAATTACTATATCACCATGATTACATTTATAGGTTTCTCCTTCATTTTGAAAAATAACTTTGGATTCTCTTAATGGAATAAATAATATTTTTGGATCTTTAGTGATTCTATTAACAGAAATTTTTTCATATTTGTTAAGATATCTATTTTTTAAAGTAGAACGGATAGTACCATAAATATTCAATTCATGAGATTGCTCTTTTTCAAAATTATTAGGAACATCAAAATTTGCCATTAAATCAGGTATTTTATTTGTGACAGTGTTATATATTTTTTCAAAATCAAAATTATTGAAATCTTTTTTAAACTCTTCACCATCTTCATAAAAAATTTGAATTATATTTTCAATAACTTTTGAAAGACTTGGATATTTTTTATTACAATATTTTCTAAACTCATTGTAATATTCAAATTTAGATTCATTTTCCATATTATCATACTTTTGTCTGAATTCGTCTGTTTTTAATAATTCGTAAGCTGTATATATTTCTTTTATTTTTTCTTCAGCTGATGGATCATTAGTTCTGTCTGGATGATATTTGAGAACTAGTTTTAAATATGCTTTTCTCAGTTCATCTTTGCTACACCCAGGATTCACATTAAGTATATAATATGGGTTCATATATATAATATATTTTACTTATTTTTTAAATGAATTGTTCACACTTTAATCTCGTGTGAATTATTATTATTTTTGTCAGCTGTTTAAATATAGAAATGAACAACTCTTATAATCAGACAGTAAAAAATCCAAATTTTCAAGGTAATAATTTATTGAATGGTTTCCAAAATTATCAAAAAAATAATATGCCATTTCAAAATAATCCATTGTTGAGTAACAATCCACATTTTGTCAATATGATGAACAATCAACAAGCGCAAATGATGAATTTATATAATAATATGGCAAAATATAAGCAGGCACATGAAATGAAAAAAATGCAGAAAAACAACGATATATGCAATATATACGATAAAGATTTAATTCATCAGTCTGTCATAAAGCCTATTAAAATAATAAAGGCCAGTGAACAAGAATTTAAAGAAAATTATAATATTGTTTCAAATAACTGGGAAAACGAAAGAGTTAATGCTTGGAAAGAAAGAACAAATCAACCATATAAAAATGTTCTTCATAATGAAAATTATGGTAAATTCATTGGAAATAACAAAATTAAGGCTGAAGATTTAATTGTTCACAGAGTAACAGATGAAGATAAAATAGGTATAATGGAAGAATTAACAGATTTAATAAGAATTATTGAAAAACATGAAAATGAGTTGAAAACAATATATTCACTATCCAAGGAGACAGAACATAAAAAGAAATTCCAATATGTTCACAGAGATCAATATCGAACTAAATATGATCCAAAAGATTTTGATGGATTAAAGAAGGATCAGGTAGAATATTATAAAAGAGAACAACAAAAATTAGAGAAAAATAAAAAAAATGTGTTGAGTATTTTAGAATCTTTATTAAATAATGGCATACTTAACGAAGAAGATATTAAAAATATAGAAGAACAAGAAAAAGCTTTGGATAAAGAAGATGATATGGATAAATTAGAAAAACAATTAAAAGAATTTGATAAAAAAGAATCTAACAACAAAGATAAACGAGAAACTAAAAAAGAAAAAACAAGTAATGATGTAAAAAATACAGAAACAGTTGACAAACAAAAGAAAAAAGTAACAGTTGTAACAAAACCAAAAACAGATACTCCTTCTGTGCACAACAAAATAAATTCTAATATAGACGATCTGAAACAGAAATATATGAATAGACAAAAAAAATGAGGTTATATTGTGTAAAATATAATAAAATATAAAAGATATATGGATAATAATACTGATTATGACAATTTGATAAGTCAATATTTTTCAACAGGATCAATTATAAGTTCTGTACAACAAGAGAAAAAAGAAGAAAAAGAAGATGCAGATGATGAAGTTCAAATAGAAGATGACAGTAAAGTTGAAGAAGAAGAGAGCAGTACTATAATAGGAATCGATTTGGGCACTACCAACACATGTGTAAGTGTTTGGAGAAACAATAATTTAGAAATTATTCCAGACGAATATGGAAACCGAACAATACCCAGTTATGTTGCTTTTACCAACAAAAGTAGATATATAGGCAATGACGCAAAAAATCAAAAAGATTTAAATCCAAAAAATGTTTTTTACGAGGTCAAACGATTAATGGGAAGAAAATATGATGAAGAATCCGTTGGATTGGATAAAGAGTTTTTTACTTTTGATATAGTTCCGGACAAAAACAATAATACTCTTTTGGAATCAGATAATAAAAAAACATATTCACCAGAAGAAATATCATCAATTATACTCACAAAAATAAAAAATATGGCGTGTGATTATTTAAAAGAAAATATTACAAAATCAATCATCACAGTTCCTGCATATTTCAATGATTCGCAAAGACAAGCAACTAAAGATGCCGCTCATATTGCAGGATTAGAATGCTTGAGAATAATTAACGAACCAACAGCCGCTGCTTTGGCATACGGACTTGTGAATAAATCTATCAAAAAAAACACTTCAGAAGATGATAATTCATCTATTAATGTAGTTGTATATGATTTGGGTGGTGGTACGTTAGACGTATCGGTTTTAACTATTACAGGAGGAGTGTTCGTAGTATTGGCTTCAGTGGGTAATACACATTTAGGAGGAGCAGATTTTGACAATAGACTAGTTAGCCATTGTATAAAACATTTTAAAAGGATACATAATATAGAAAAATTGGTCAATCTATCTACATTATCATTGCAAAACTTAAGAAGATCTTGTGAGAATGCAAAAATATTATTATCAACTAATGTAAAAACTACCATTGCTGTTAAAAACTTTTATAATGACAAACATCTTATATTAACTATAACTAGAGACAAATATGAAGAAATTTGCAGGGATTTATTATTGATGTGTATAAAGCCATTAGAAGATGCATTACATTCTTCCAAATTAGAAAAAGATGATATAGATGAAATAATATTGGTGGGAGGAATGACAAGAGCACCTGTAATAAGAAATAATATTAAAAAATTCTTTGGAGGAAAAGAACCAAATTGCAGTGTAAATCCCGATGAAGTGGTATCGGCAGGTGCAGCCATTCAAGGTTATATGTTGAGTCACCCAGATGATCCTTTTTCCGAAGATGTCACGTTACTTGATATTATTCCATTGTCATTAGGAGTAGAAACCATTGGCGGAGTCATGAACATATTAATACCGAGAAATTCAATTATTCCTACAGAAAAAAAAAGATTATATACAACAGATGCTGATTTTTGCGAATCTGTTATCATAAAAATTTTTGAGGGAGAAAGAAAAATGACTAAAGACAACTTTTTTGTTGGAGAATTTGAATTAGGTGACATAGATCCTGCTCCAAGGGGTATACCTCAAATAGAAGTCAAATTTAATATCGATATAAATGGAATTGTTACTGTCAGTGCTGAAAATAAAGACAAAAACAACAAAAAAACTATAACAATAACAGGTAATAAGGGTCGATTAAAATCTGCTGAAATTGCCAGATTAATAAAAGAATCTAAAGAATTCGAACTTAAGGACAAAATTGAGAAACAGCAAAAACAATTATATTATGAGATAGAAGATTTGTCAAGTAATGTAATAATAAATATTGGCAAAAAAGAATTTAAATTAACTGACACTGATAAAAAAATGATAAATCAAGATATCGATGAAGTGGTAGATTGGTTAAAAGAGAAAAAATATTATGATAGAGATCCAAAAGAATATATATCAGTTATTGATAAAATTAAGAAAAGATATGGTACACTTATTTTGAAAGGTAATATACTAGATGAAAATGTTAAAGGTAATTTGGGAAATACAAATGCAAATTCAACAACTATTTATGATAATAATGAAGATGAGGAGGAAGCTGAAAATATTTTTGAGAAAATAGAAGATGAGGAATTAGGTTTCAATAAAATGAGCGAAAATGATAGAAACGAAATGAAACAATTGAGATCTAATTTAAGAGAACTTTGCGATAATATAAACAGTATTATAGTATCAGATTCATTTAATATTTCAGATGATCACAAGAAAGAATTAAGAGATTTTATTGACGATACATTACTTTGGATCCATATTCATAAAACTCCAACTAAAAATGATTATAAGTGCAAAATTGATGAAATTAATGATGCTTGTAACAAAATAATGGAAGAATATCAGAAAGAAAACAAAGAGATTTTTCAAATAAACGAAATTTCAAAGAGTATCACATCGAAAAAAGATGAATTGGAACAATTATGTTTAACAATAAAATCTAGTATAGATTGTAACATATTTTCAATTGATGAACATCTCATTAAATTATTGGATGATAGTGTTTCGACAACTTTAGATTGGATTATTGAAGAAAGAAATGAAGAACAATATATTGATAAATTAGATGAAATCAATAAGTTGTGTGATAAATTATATCAATCTATGATGGGAATAATGACAAATAACGATAAAACAATATTGGGTAATGATCTTAATAATAATCATGATGATTTCTTCACTGGAACAAAATTAAGTGATCTTAAATAATACTATGATTTATATAATATTGATATAATCCTTGTGTCATACAAGAATTCCTTGTTAATGCACATTTTCTTTTAATGTTTATATAAGAAACTGTCGTTATATAATCAAGATTTAGATATTTGATCAAAAAAGCAGCCACTATGGATGCTGATCGATGATGCCCTTTCTGACAATGAACTAATATTGACTCTTTTCGTTTTATTGCATTTAGTATAAATTCACAACATTGGTCAAATATTGGTGTCTGATCCTTGAAACATGTGTCACTGTCATCTATCAGTATATTCAAATACTTTACACCGTTTTTTTGGAAAATATTAGGAATGTGTTTTGTCAAATTTATCACATACTTTATTTTTCTTTTTTCTATAAATTTTCTACTTAACGCAGATTTATAATTTCCAAGCCATAAATTAGGAATTATTTCAGTTACGTCTTTCTCTCCTTTACAACATCTCATTGTGTATATAATTATAAAAGATTATTACAAATTTTATGATATATATCCATATTTTCCAAATACATATTTTTCACATTTTCCAGATGAGCATTTTTTCTATTTATTTTGTTATTTAATTGTTTTTCTAGTTTTTCAATTCCCAATAAAATTTTTTTATATTTATCTAAAATTGCATTATTTTCTTTTATTATTGATTTTAAATATTTCTCTTTTTTCATTATATTATTTATCCTTCATAATTTATTTTATATATACCGCTAACTTGTGATAATGTTTCTGATTTATCCATATTTCTGGGAGATTCTAAACTGTCAATTGGCTCTAACATTTTTGCTTCTTCTGATTTATAGTAGTTATCATCTTCATCAAACAATGCTTCTATATTACCTGATTTCATTTTATCTCTTAATTTATCTTCAACAGATGATGCGATACTTTTTGACCCTGTGCTTGAACTACTATTTAAACCTATATTTGGTGATTTGTTATCTATAGGTTTTATATTTTTCTTATTTTCTATTGCTTCTATTAAATCGTTTATTTTATCATTTTGTTTACAAAGTGTTTTTTCTAAATTTTCTACTTTTTGAAGTACCTTGCTTTTTACTTCCAGTAAATTAATCATATTACGACTAATCTTATTATTTTGTTCAATTTGGTTATTTAGTTGACTTATTACATAACTTCCTATTCTATAATTTATTCCCACACTGTATCTCAGTAACTTGTCTTTTAATTCTTTTTTGCTATTGTCATTTTTAATTTCCTCTGATATTGAGTATATGACTCTTAATATATGATTCAATAAACAATAACTAAATTGTTTCAATAATAACTTTAATTTCTTTTTCATTCGCTGATCATCAAATTTTGATAATTCATTTTCTATATTTTCTTCATAATCTTTTAATCCCGATGATAATTTTAACAACATCTCCAAATTTCCTGTAAAAGGAGAATCCATATATGATCTAAATTTTATTTCAATATCGTCATTTTCTAATTCAACATCAAAAATTAAATTGCGGATCAATTCAAAAGAAGTCGTATCATTATTATCAGTATTTTTTGTGTATGGTGTATAGAGAAATTTAATGAGCTGTGATATATTGAAAGATCCCAATAAAGTGTTCTTGTAATCATAAAAAATAAATTTTGAATCCTGTTTGTTGTCATCATATGAAACCATTATTTTGTCCTTGTTGTTGTCGTAATATTTTGATCCATTTATATTTATTACTTTTTCGATTTTAATATTTTGTGTTTTCTGTTTCTTTTCTTTGGGTTTTTCTATAAGTTTTTTATCTTCTTCACTTGTAAATTTTTCTAATTTATTTTCATTATCAGCATTTACAGCATAAGATATTGATCCTGCACTCAGCATATTATATTATTTATAATCTAATATTTTTTTCATTTAAATATTGACTTTTTATTGTTATTTTTGAATAATAATAAAAAATTGTCTGTAAGATAAATAAAATTTATTTCTTATTTTGCTGATAAATATTTTACTTTGTTCATATATTCATATTTTATAGTTCTATTACCATCCAAATTTTTAACTGTAACTTCCCTAGGACTATTTAATTTAATTCTGCTACCCTCATACTTTCTTTCCTTCTTTGTTTTCGTACCCCGAGTACATTCTCTCAATGTAAATTTGAATGTTTTCGAAATATCATTACCATTGTCTTTTATAATTGCTGTAAAAGCTTTATTTGCTGCTTGTTTTGGTGTTCTTCCTGAATATCTTCCACATTCCTTTTCTCCATTATATATACATTTAAAATATCTCATTTCACTGCTCATTTTATAATTTTATAATATTTTGTATGCTTCATCCTTTTAAATATTATCTACCTCTTTTATATTTATAATATGTTGATCATTTATAATCTCCATATACGGCTCATATTTTATTTTCAAACCGCAATTACCTCTTATTGATTCTATGATTTTAAATTTTATCTTGTCTCCAATGTTATAGGTTCCTTCGTTTTTTTCCATTCTACAGATAATAACAAACATTTTTTTGCTGCTTCGACTGGAGTTGTTCCAGAAAATCTTCCAAATTGTTCTCCTTTATAAATACATCTAAAATACCTATTCGTTATTGTTATAATGTTGTAATTTATAAAATTAAAAATAAACAAATAATATTTCAAATTTTATATGTTAAAACTCCATATTTTATGACAACCACTTTAGATTTTTCTTTTTTGCCTTCATAGAAAACTATTTTTTTATTGAAATCTTTTCTACTTTCTAAAAGTCCAAATTTTATCTTTTTATCTTTATTGGTTTTTGCTAATGAAACGAAAGCTCTGTGTGCAGCACTTTTTCTATTTTCTCCTGAAAATTTGCTATATATTTTTCCATCATAAAAACATTTATATTCTTTTTCTCTTATGTATTGCATTTTTATAAATTTTTCTCTTATATTTCTATAGTAAAATTATCTACTTTCTCTTCGTTGTTTATCTGATCAGTATTTTTGACTTCATATAATTCGTTAGTGTACTCCATTTCAATAAACCGAACACTATCTTTAGTTTCATATGGTACTTTCAATGGTTCTTTTAATTTTTTTCTTTCACTTTCATAACAAAAATTTATTTCCCATTATTTATAGAAATTTTTTACCATCACATTTGGAATTTCCGCCATTTGTCTTAATAATAGAAACTAATGCCTTTGTTGGCAGCTTGTTTAGGATTTAAACTAGAAAATTTTCCACGTAGATTTCCATTGTAAAAACATCTGTATTCTTTTGATTGTTGCATTGTATAAGTATATATAATAAATTTACTACATATATTCATTTATTTCAAATTTTAATTTTTTAATCTTTTTTGCTCACAGTCTTTTTAACAGGTGCTTTTTTTGCTGGCTTGTTCTTCTCTTCTGATTTCTTTGGAGAAGATTTCGTTTTCTTTTCTTTTGCGTCATTTGTTTTCTTTTCTTTTGCTTCATTTACTTTTTCATTTTCTTCCTTAACCTTGTGTAATTTGTTGGAGTAGTTATATTTGATAACTTTTACACCTTCTTCACTTTTAATTTCTACTTCCAAAGGTTCTTTTAATTTCTCTCTTTCGCCTTCATATGTGCTAATCTTTTTCTTACCACCTCTTGTACATTCGATCATCTTAAATCTGAATTTTCTACCAACACAATTAGAGTTACCACCATTAGATTTGATAATTGAAGTTAATGCCTTATTAGCTGCTTGTTTTGGTTTCAAACCTGAATATCTACCAAATGTATCGTCATTATAAATACATTTGAAATATCTTTGTCTGTCATCAGCTTCAACATTGTCAACTTTTTCTTCATCCTTATTCTTCTTTGGTCGTGATACTGTCTTCTTTTCCTTCTTCACCTTTTCTTTCTTTTCTTTCTTTCCTTTAGCTTCCTTAACTTCCTTAGCTTTCTTATCCTTCTTAGCTTTCTTATCTTTCTTATCATCTACCTTTTGTTCTTTTGGATCAGAATCATTCAACTTCATATCTTCTGGTTTTGCATCAACTTTAGCTTCAACTTTGTCTTCAGTTTTTGTGGTTGCCTTTGCACTAGTTTTACTGTTCTTTGCCATTTAATCTATTATATTATACTTGTATAGATTTTTTTTTTGAAAAGAAACACACTTAAATTATTTTTTTTATATATTTTATACTTTTATTTTCCTTATTCACACAGAAATTTCGCGTATGAAATTATTAGGTATATTATTTTATATTTAATTTTATGAGATTAGTTTTGCACCTGAATGCATATCAATTATTTTAAAAACTATATATTTTAGTATGTGTTAACATATGCAAATATTTTGCATTCTAATATCTTATTAAATATTATAATAAATAGTATAACAATGACAAATACAAATTTAAAAGATTTTATGGTTTGTTATCTTCAAAACGAATACAAATGGTTTTCACATATTTTAAATAATTATTATTTACACGTGGAAAGGTGTCATAGTGATCATATAATTACTATAAATGAAAGAATATTGTATTTGAAAAACTTTAATGAAATAATTAAAAATATGAATGATATTTACAATAATAAAATGAATGAGTTAAAAGAAAAGGATTTTATTGATCAGGAATCTAATGACGAAAATATCAATGATAATTCAAAAAACATCAAAGATATGAATATTGATAATTATTTACAAGATTTGCTAAATAAAACAAATTGCACAAAAGAATTAATAGAATTAACTAAAATATATGAATCATTAAATATTAATAAATTATATGGTTTTGATCTTAATATATTTGAGGAAACCAAATCAAAACTATTAAATTTATCAACAACTTTGGGATTTTATAATATGAATGATTCTCTTGATCTTTTAATTGGAAAAAAACATCATATCTTTTTTAATTCAGATAATAAATCAGAAAATCATAATTACTATCAAATATTATTAAAATATTTTGTTCCGCTGTCATTCAAAAAAAATAAATATTCTGGTACAAAAACTTTAATTTCATGTGATCAAAAAAATTCTGAATATGAAATATTGTTCGATAATCATTATGAAATAATAATTTGCATATCAGAAAGAAAAATAAAGTTAACATTTTTTGGTTATTTTGCAAATGATCCCCTCAATATAGCTATCAGAACCTGTCAAATCTCTGAACATTTTCTGTATAATAAAAAAAAGATTTTATCTGATCACATACACAGTAAATTTAAATATATTAATGATAATTTTAAGAATAATTATATAAAAAGTTTACTTGTTGGTGATATTATTAGTCTCACAAAAAATAAATTATCTGAAAAAATAGAAAATGATTATGATAAATACACAAAACTTTCAAAATTATCTTTCAAAAATTTGATGCAAGATTTCTTAAGTGAAAATAGTACAATAAAAACTCAATTTAATACAATCAAACTTTTATTAATAGCTAATTCTGAAGAATCCACAAATTTAGCTGGATTACTATTTGGATTGACAAAAGACAAGAAAATTGGAGGTGATTATTTGTCAAACATAATTCATAAAAATTTGAATTACACTTCTCAAACTAGGTTACGAAAATCGTCGACCACAATTAAAACAGAACTTGATAAATTAAAAAATATAACATCTGACAATATAGACATCAAAAAACAAATCGTGCTTTGTAAAAATATGCCATTGCATGTTAAAAAAATTGCTGTAGATAAAGCAGAAGAAATGAAATCTGGATCCAGTGAATTTTATAAACAAAAAACATATTTAGATGTATTATTAAATTTTCCGTGGCCTTCTCCAAATGATAACGAGGATGATATTTTCAGTAATATTGGTTCGGATTTGAGCGAAAGTAGAAATTTCTTGAACAAACTTAAAAATACTCTGGATAATAAAGTTTATGGTCATAATGAATGCAAATCTGTTGTTCAGGAATTAATTGGTAAATGGTTGACTAATCCTAAAAGTCCAGGCAAAGTGATTGGATTAGCTGGGCCACCAGGAGTGGGAAAAACTATGATAGCGAAATCATTGGGAGATGCTATGGGAATACCTTTTACACAAATTAATTTGGGAGGAATGGAGGATAGATGTGTGTTGAGTGGACATTCATATACCTATAGTGCTGCTCAACCTGGATTAATACTCAGGAAAATGATAGAAGCCGGCAAACCGCGATGTATTATGTATTTTGATGAATTAGACAAAGCATGTACCAAACATGGTATTAACGAAATTTACAATGTATTAATTCATGTTACGGATCCGAATACTAATTCTCAATTTTCTGACGCATTTTTTAATGAAACAACATTTAGACTCGATAAAGTACTTTTCGTGTTTTCTTATAATGATGCTGGAAAAATAGATAAAATATTATTGGACAGAATGGAAAAAATAGATGTTAAACCTTACACTACAGCCGACAAATTAATTATATTTAAACAATTCTTGATCAAGGAAGTAAGCGAAGGAATTGGTATTGATCATAATTTTATTAATTTTCAGGATGCAGATGTTGAATATATTATTGACAATTTTACGTTTGAGGCAGGTGTTAGGGAATTAAAAAGAAAATTAGAAACAATATTTCTGAAGTTGAATCTTGATAGAATATTTGGAAGAGGACCGTTCGAAAATCAAAACCCAAAAAATATATTAATTACTAGGGAACATATCGATAAATATTTAAACAAACCCAACTTAAACATTAAAAAAATACATGAACATAATGATATTGGAATAATAAATGGTTTATATGCAACTAATAGTGGTTCAGGTGGTATTATACCAATATTGGTATATAACAATTTTGTAGGAACAAAAAATAAATTTGTTCTAAAAATCACTGGAAGTCAAGGAAAAATTATGAAAGAATCAGTATCATTTGCCTTCACTACTGCAATGAATATTATCAAGAGCGAATATCGACAAAAATTTTTAGAAAATTGTCCGTTTGGTTTACACATTCACACACCTGATGGTGCAACACCAAAAGATGGCCCGTCAGCTGGTTCTGCATTCACAACAGCATTTATTTCTAGAATTTTAAATAAAAAAATTAAAAAAGATATTGCAATGACTGGAGAAATAGAAATGAGTGGTAATATAACAGCTATTGGAGGTTTAGAATATAAATTAAAAGGTGCACAAAAAGCAGGAGTAAAAACTGTTTTCATTCCTACTGAAAATAAAAGTGATTTAGATAAAATTTTAGAAAAAGATATTACAATTCAAAATGATATCAAAATTCATTTAGTGAGTCATATATTCGAAATTTTAAAAATTGCTCTAATTGACGAAACTGAAAATGATAAAATATTTAATTCAGAAAAATATTTAACAATCAACAAATAATTTTAATTTTGAATATTCTCATAATATCTACATATATTTTTGTAATTTAAGTTTAATATATCAAGACGAGATTGTATGTCTGCCAATTTAGTGTCAAGATATCTATCCAAATTTTCTGTATCAATACTTATTTCGTCATTATTCATTTCTCCAGTTTTGGTATTAATCGGAGAAACAACAATATTTTCTACCGGTTTTTCTTCTATCTTATTGTCGATATTTATGCCAAATTTTTTCATTCTATTCTGTATTTCGTCTGGTATTATATGAGTGTTACTTTTAATTATATTTTCTTTGAGTATTTTTTCAGTTATATCATTGCTCAACACAATAACTTTATATTCTAGTAATTTTTTGTATGTTTTTGTTATTGTGACTTCAGAAACTCCAAATTTTTCAGCAATTCTTCTCTTTGTTATTGATTTCAAATCATTGTGTTCCGCCATTAATAATATACTACCTGTCGCAATCGAGAATGGAGTATGATCTGACGCAATATTCAACCTACTAATATTATTCGCTATTTTTAACGCTTCATCTGTATAATTTTTTTTGATTTTTAAATCATTGCAAAATCGTATGACAAAATGTTCAGGTAAGCTCATTCCCATATTAACTTCTATTTTTTTTAGTTTTATTAATTTAGTAAAATTTTTACAACCTCTTGTCATTTCAGTATATTTCAAGTCAAAAAGATCGGATATCTCTTTTGGACTTCTTGTCATATTCTTCTTTTTACATGCAAAAAAAACACAGGCTGCTATTAAACTTCTTCTGTTCGCACCTCTGATTATAATAAATTTTCCTTTATTCTTTCCTTTTACATGTTTACATTCACTTATAGATTTGTACATAATTTTTGCGTCGTCTTCAATACATTTTACTATTCCTGCTTGTTGACATTTGCTCTGTATATCTTTGAACACTATATTTAAACTTCTTTCTTTGTAGGGCATTGAGCTCCAACTCTGTAATGTTTTTAGTTTGCTCTTGTACGCTCCACCACATATAGTAGTTCCCAAAGATGACTGAGGAAGAAGTCTATTTATTGGCATTGAACATCTGGACGTATCTCCTCTATCATCATCATATTGTCTCCATTCTGGATTACTGTCAATTACATTACTAACCACTTGGCCACAATTCTCACACACCAAAAATCCTTGTGATTTATCTTCTACTATTTTATTTACACTTTTGCATCGCGGACATGTATCCTTGGATACTTCTAATTCAATTTCGCTTTGATTTGCAAAGTCAATATCATTAAATATATCCCTCAAATCTCCTTCAGTCAAATTATTTATATCATCGATATTTAAAACTTTATCCATTTTTTTGATATTTTACTATATTTATACTTTAAGTATTTTACATTCAATTTTTTTAAGTCACATCAAAATATTGAAAAATTAAATTAATATAAAGAAATCATTATATGAATGACTATATGAATCATTTACTATCTGCCAAAAATTACAATCAATTATCTTGGTCACAAAGATTTACAGATTATTCTGTTAAAATATTTGACTTACCTCTGAGCAATGAGTGGAAAAAATTCTTATTCGATGATATTAGAAAAAATATCGATTGTGAAAATATAGATAAACAATTATCTAATTTACTAAAATCGAGTAACGGAACAATGGATATATTTCCTTATCCAAATTTATTGTTCTCAGCTTTTAATTTTACAAAATATGATGATGTTAAAGTTGTTATAGTTGGTCAGGATCCTTATTTTAATTTTAAGAATGTGGATGGAAAAAATATTCCTGAAGCAATGGGATTGTCATTTTCCATTCCCATTGAAATACCAATACCTTCATCATTAAATAATATATTTAACAATGCTCTTCAATATAAACATTTTATTAAAAAACCAAACCACGGTAATTTAGAATTTTGGGCATATCAAGGATGCTTAATGTTAAATACTGCTCTAACTGTACAAAAAGGTGAAAAAAATAGTCATTCGAATATGTGGAAAAAATTCACAGACGCAATAATTAAAAAGTTATCTGATAATAAAAAAAATTTAGTATTCGTTTTATGGGGAGCACCTGCACTCAAAAAATTATCTCTTATCGATACTACTAAACATGAAGTTCTTACATCTTCTCATCCATCTGGATTATCATATAATAAAAGTTTGGGTAAATATCCTGCTTTCAATTCTATTGATCAGTTTGGTAAAATAAATAGTTTATTGAAAAAAAATGGAATTAAGGAAATAATTTGGCAATTGTGAATATACCTAAGGAATAAATTATATTGTTTATTAAAATGAATATTATAATATTTATGTTGCTGACATTAGTATTTGGATACTCGTATTCTACACTTATTTTATCGATTATAAATTTTCTTCACTCTAATAACAAATTGTACTTATTGTCATCCTTATTATCGATAAATTTTATTGTTTTTGATTTTATGACATTTGTTTATATAAATATGTTTACTTGTTTTACATTTATCATATTTTTCTATGATCAGATAAAGGAAATATGTCATTGTCAGGGATATTTAAAGAATATCAATGAAAACTTTGTTATTGTAAAAAAATATCGTGATATTGTGATTAATAGCATTAAAAAGAATTCTTATTATGATATATTATTACAGATTGAGACTTTGATAATCAGTAATTGTAAATTTATTCTAGAAGAACTTATTGGTCATCATAATATGACATATATCAATGATAAGATTAAAGAATATTATTTGGTATATAATGACAATAATAATAAAAATGATATACCGAAATTAGAAGATATGGCAAAATTTATGATGGATATGAACAATATAATGAATGTTATGTCCACTATGCCAAATATAAATAAACAACAAATAGTCGTGAATAATAAAAGAAATAAAAAAAATAAAAGAAACTAAAAAAATTTGATATAAAAACAAATTCAATAAATAGATATAATATTGTCCATATTATGTCAATCAAAAACTTTATAAAAAAAGAAGATTTTAAACAAACTTTACTCAAATGGAAATCCATGGAAGCAGGCAAAAATATTGATGAATATGTGAATTCAATAAAAAAAGAAGAATTTGATAATAAAAAGAATTTTTGGAAAAATTTGGAATCCAATAACACAAATAGTAATCATAATAATAAACAGCTAGTCGAAATTAATAATAAATCGTCCAAAAAAAATAATGATATTATATCAGAGGAAAAACAAACTGATAATAATATTAAAGAACAACTAAAACAAAATATTAAAGTGCAATCTAATCAAAGTTTTAAGGAACATTCGAACAAAAATATTAAAGAGCAACCAATAAAAAAGCATTCTGATGAAAATATTAAAATTCAATCAAATATAAGTATCAAAGAGAATTCTAATAATGATATTAAAGAGCAACCAATTATAAAGCATTCAGATAAAAACATTAAAAAACAATCTAATAATAATATTAAAGAACAATCAGATAAAAATATAAAAGAACAACCAAAACAAAGTATTAAGGAACAACCAATTAAAAAGCAATCGGATGAAAATATTAAAAAACAATCTAATAATAATATTAAAGAACAATCAGATAAAAGTATCAAAGAGAATTCTAACAAAAATATCAAAGAACAATCTAATCCGCCAATTAAAAAGCAATTAGATAAAAATATTAAAGAACAACCAATTAAGAACATTGAGGAACAGTCAGATAAAAATATTAAGAAACAACCAAATAAAAATATAAAAGAACAACCAAATAAAAATATAAAAGAACAACTAAATAAAAATATAAAAGAACAACCAATTAAGAAGCAACTAAATAAAAGTATAAAAAGTCAGCCAAATAAAAGTATAAAAGGACAATCAGACAAAAAAGATCAATTAAATAAAAAAGAGCCATTAGATGTAAATCTAAAAAAACAGTCAAAACCTATAGATAATGATATAAACGAAGAAGAGTTGGAAAGAGAATTCCAAAGAATCATAAATTCGTAAAATCTTATTATATTTCTTTATCCTTATTTAAATATTAAATATATATAAAAATTTGATTTTTATATATACAGAATATATACGCCTTTATGTCTCAAAATATAGTAATGAATAAATCGGATAATAAGCTGGCAAAGACCGATAATGTCAATAATTTGAGTATAGATGATATATATAAATTTATGGATCTGTTTTTTGACAGATATATGGTTATTTATAGACATTTATATGATTCGTATAATAAATTATTAGACGAATATATCAAATTATATTTAGAGAATGGGGATCACACCTTTTTTGAAAAATTCACTAAGGATAAAATTATTAGATACAAATTCAAATATGAAAATATAAGCTTCAAAGAACCAACAATGGATAACTCGGAGCCTATGTTTCCATCCGATGCTAGAAATAGAAATCTTACATACAAAGGAAGACTTTTGGCTAAAGTTACTCAATTACAAGAAATTGTGGACATTGCAACTAACGAAGTAAAATTAAATGTAGTTGGTCATCCAGAAGACAATATTCCTATTGCAGATATTCCTGTTATGATGAGATCTAAATTTTGTAATTTAACAACACATAGAGGTTATGACAAAAAAGAATGTGAAATGGATCCAGGTGGTTACTTCATCGTAAATGGTTCAGAAAAGGTAGTTATATCCCAAGACAGAATGTGTGACAATAAACCATTGGTATTTATTAAGAAGGATTCTGGTATGGAAATATATACTGTTCAAGTAAATTCAAGATCATACAAACCTCACGGAATTACTCAAATAATTAATGTCAGAATGAAGAAAGATGGTATTATGACAATTAGAGTTCCAATATTAAATGAAATACCAGTATTTATGTTGTTTAGAGCATTAGGCATTGAATCAGATTTTGATATCATAAATTATATCGCATATGATAAAGAAGATGTCGATATGATTGATCTTATTAGATTGTCACTGGAAAATTGTAAAAATGAAAAAGGATTAAAGGTACAAACTAAGCAAGATGCATTTGATTACCTAGTCAATAAAATAAGGGTTATTAAAAAATACAGTGAATCTGATAAAAAAACAAAATCAGAACAAAAGAAAATTCATTTGGAAGATTTACTTAAAAACAATCTATTGCCACACGTAGAAGGTGATCTGAAGGCTAAAGCAATGTTTTTCGGATATATGATCAACAAATTACTAAAATGTTATATGGGTAGAACAAAGCCAGATGATAGAGATTCTTATTTGAATAAAAGAATTGATTTACCAGGTGATCTCTTGATGGAATTATTTAAACAATTTTATAGAAAAATGCTTAATGAATGCAACAAATTCTTTAAAAAGAGAAATCCATCAGACGAAGAGCCATTAGTTATTATTAATCAAATTAAACCTAATATCATCGAGCAAGGTATTAAGGCTTCTTTGTTAACAGGTGCATGGCCAAGAAGAAAGGGTGTCGCTCAAATGTTGCAAAGATTTACATACTTGCAAACTATCGCTTTCTTGCGCAGAGTAGATTCGCCAGGAGGTGACGCGAGTAGTTCAAAATTAACTACTCCAAGAAATTTACATCCATCAAGTACGAGTTTGTTATGCTGTGTATCTACTCCGGAACACGCAAAGGTAGGGTTAACAAAACATTTAGCGTTAATAGCGTCAATAACAATAACACATACAGATATGATACATGTATTGAGAAGCTATTTTTCAAAGAAATTGATTGACATAAGAGATGTTCCTCCAACAAGTTTGAAGGATTTAACAAAAGTATTTTTAAATGGTGATTGGATTGGTTTGACAGATAATCCATTTAAATTAGAAGGCGAAATGAGAAAAAATAAATTGAATGGCACATTTGAACCAACAACATCAATTGTTCATGATATATCTGAAAGAGAAATTAGAGTATATTGTGATGGAGGAAGAATTTATAGACCAGTAATTACAGTTAAAAATAATACTGTTAATTTGAGTAAGAATTTAATTGACAATACATCAATTAATAAATCCGATAAAAATAATAAAATAACTTCTTGGAATGAATTTATGTTGAAAAATCCTGGAGTTATTGAATATATTGATATGGAAGAACAACCTTATCTCATGATTGCTGAATATATTACTAAAGTGGAAGAAGAAAGAAAGAAAATGATTAATTCAATTGATAAAGTTAAAAATGTTAAAAGTAATGTGGTGGATAATAGATATGATGATATGATGTTTGTGGATTACACTCATTGTGAATTCCATGCATCGTTATTATTGGGTGAAATTCCTACTAATATTCCATTTTGTAACAGTAATGCTGGACCGCGTAACATCTTCCAGTATGCACAAGGTATTTTGTTTGCCTTGAATTGTGTTATAAATATAACGTTAATGCGTATATTATTTGTAATGCAAGTCACTTCTATGGTGGCAATATAATTAAATTACGGGAAATCCTAATTTAGATTTAAAGTATAAAAAATATTATATTTCAAATGGAAGAAATATGGAAAGTGATTGACAATTATAATGATTACTCAGTATCAAATCTTGGTAATGTCAAAAATAACAAAACGAATAAATTACTGAAATTTAAAAATTATAAAGATGGTTACCAAAGAATTATTGTAAGAAATGATACTGGAAATAAAAATTATGCGGTTCATAGATTAGTCGCATCAGTTTTTTTGAAAAATTTAGATGAAAACAAAATTTATATAAATCACAAAAATGGTATCAAATCTGACAATAGATTAGATAATTTAGAATATGTTACACAGAGTGAAAATATGAAACATGCCGTAGTAAATAATCTATTAAAACCAGCAAAAAAAAAGGTAGCTCAATATAGTAAGGATCTAGAATTAATAAACGTTTTTAATTCAATAACTGAAGCAGCACAGAAAACTAATATAGAACGCAGCCAAATAGGTAAAACTTGCAATGTAAAAGTTAAATATGCTGGAAGTTTTATTTGGAAATTTATAAATCCAAATATCAAAGATAATATTGAATCTAATGAATTATCTGAATTAAAAAACTTTGAAGGTTATGGTATAACTACAGACGGTAAAATATATAGTTATAAAAGAAATAAATTTATTAAATCCTTTGTAAATGGAGGATACTCTTGTATTAAATTAATGCAAGGAAAAGAAAGAAAAAATTTATTTGTACATCGATTAGTTGCCGAAACCTTTATACATAATCCTGATCCTAAAAACAAAATATTTGTCAATCATAAAAATAAAAATAGATTGGATAACAGAATTATTAATTTAGAATGGGTTACTCCTTCTGAAAATGTTATCCACTCTATAAACTTTAAATCTGAATAATATATTAGTACAAAGTTTAGAAATAATCTAGATTGTTATAATTCTAATATACAGGACAATTCGTAGCCATAAAATGGTTCAGAGACTAGACAATTATAGACACATATAATGTGTTTAAGGTATAGTCCAAACTCAATTGTAAAATTGAGACGTATTTGAGACAAGCTATGGGTATCTACATCAGTAATTATCGTGATAGATTAGACATCTCATATATATTGTATCATCCACAAAAACCATTAATTACCACAAGAACTGCAAAATATTTGTATACAGATGTTTTACCATCCGGTGAGAATGCTATTGTGGCAATTATGGTTTATACAGGATATAATCGTTTGGTTATAAATAGTGTAAAAAGCTAGTTATTAATATAGCGATACAATTAAATTGCTGGAAAGTCATACGTATCCAAATAACAAAATCATTACAATAATGATTCTAGTAATATATTTGGATTTAGACCAATCAGCAGCTAAAATAATAGTTCAGAGACTTTACATTTGTAGCCGTTTGAAAAAATGGTTAAGATAAAGTCCGATCCATAATTATATGGATTTGCAAGAAGATAGTTTAGTGTTCAATTTGTCAGCACTAGACAGAGGTCTTTTTAGATCTACAAATTTAAAGAAACATATATCGGCAATTCAAAAGAATCAATCAACATCACAAGATGACGTATTCATGAAACCTGATCCAACTAAAGTTACAGGTATGAGACATGGGTCTTATGATAAATTAAATGACAAAGGTTTTGTACCTGAGGAGACTAAAATAGAAAATGGTGACATTATTATTGGTAAAGTTTCACCAATTTCAGCCATCGGCAATAGCAATAAAACATTTAAGGATAATTCTGAAGTGTATAGAGCTCATGCACCAGCTGTCATTGATAAAGTATATACAAATATATACAATTCAGACGGTTATGAAATGAGAAAAGTACGTACTAGATCAGATCGTAAACCAAGAACTGGTGATAAATTCTGCATACCTGAATCAGCAAATGCCGAAGTATTGACTTTCACTGGTTGGAAAAACATAAAGGATATTTCTAGAAATGATTTGATTGCTACATTAACTGATGGAAAATATCTAAAGTATGTAAAACCTATTGATGTATATAATTGGAATTATGAAGGTGATATATATCAATTGAGATCACAACAAGTAGACTTAGATGTAACCATTGATCATGAATTATATGTTAGAAAGAGAGATAAGAAACATTTTGAATTAGTAGCCGCTAAAGATATTATAGGAAAAAGATATAATTTAAAGAAAAATTGTAATTACGAAAATGACGAAATTAAAGAAATACAATTACTTAGTAAAAGAATTAACTGTGATGCATTCTTGGAATTATTAGGAATATTTATAGCTAATGGACATATTGACAAGAATTATGTTAATATTGTTGCTAAAAAGAAAATAAATAACTTGACAAAAGTATGTGATAAATTAAACGTACAATATGTTAGCAAGCAAGATTCCACTTTAATCAAGATTCACGATGTTCAATTGTTGAAATACATAGAAGAATTAAATGTTGAAAAATATAATAGATACTTACCTGATTACGTTTGGACACTCAACCAGCGTCAGGCTAAAATATTATTAAATAGCTTAATATCTTGTGGCAAGGATTCTGTGTGTTACAATACATTATCCAAGAAATTAGCAAATGATATTATGAGATTAGCAATTCACGCAGGATGGAGTGCTTCAATCAATTCAATGACGGATAAAGATAATTCGATTATTAAAGTAGTAGTTAATAAAACAGAAAACGAACCTCAAATTAATAATAAAAAGAATAATATCTATCAATCTGAAAAAACATATTATTATAAAGGAAAAGTTTATTGTTTGGAGGTACCTTCTCATGTATTCATGATTAGACAAAATAATAAGAATGTGTGGATTGGTAATTGTAGTAGACATGGTCAAAAAGGAACAGTTGGTTTAGCACTTAAACAAAGCAATATGCCATTCACTAAAAATGGTATTGTTCCTGACATCTGTCTTAGGATTAGGACAGAAAATCATAAATCAATATGATAGTCACAAAAATGTGGCAACAAAAATAAATTGCTGGAAAATCCTAAAGTCTTTAATACAGTCTTTTAAACATAGAATTTAAAATGATGTAATAATTAAAGAATTGGACAATCAGCATCCAAATAAAATGGATCAACGACTATATATTTTTGGGTCTGTAGTGGCTTAAGATATAGTCTAGTCTTGCATGAAAAATGTAAGAACAATGGTAACCCTCATGCAGTTTTCAAATATTAAGCTGCAAATAGACAGGCTTACTGCTGTCTAGTTCATAAAAAAATGTGCGAAATTTTCAAACTGCGGGAAAACCGGTTTAAACACAAAAATAATTTAATATTTTAAATATGGAGACAAAAAAATGTAAAGGATGTAATATAGATAAACCTTTAGAAAATTTCTACTTTAGGAAAAATAGGGGATATTATGAAAGTAAATGTAATTTATGTTTGAGTAATTTGAGAAAGATTAGTCGACAGAATCCTGACGTATTGGAAAGGCATAAAAATGCCGTTAAAAAGTATTCCAAAAATAATAATTTGAATGAATATTATAAAACATATCGTCAGAAAAATGCTGAAAAAATTAAAAAAAGACAACAATCTTATTATGAAAAAAACAAAGAATTACTCAAACTTAAATCTAAACAATCAAAAATGATTATTAAGGAAAAAATAAAAAATAATATGATGATTAAGCCAAACATAAAGAACAAAATATGTAAAAGATGTTTGATTGATAAAGAAATAAAACATTTTACTTTTAGAACAACAAAATATGTATACGAATCAAGATGCAAACAATGCAAAAAAGAGATTGAGAAAATAAGAAGAGATGAAAAGAAAGAAATTATAAATCAAAAAAGAAGAGCTAATCCAAAACCAAAAACACCTGTTCAAAAAATTTGTAGTAATTTAAGAAGTAGAGTTAATGGATTGATCAAAAATAGAGAGGGTAAAAATATGTATCTCAAGTTATTAGGCTGTCAAAAACAGTTTTTAATCAAATGGTTCGAATATATATTTGAAAAAGATAAACATCTAGGTATGAATTGGGATAATTATGGGGAAAAATGGCAAATAGATCATGTGACACCATGTGCACATTTTAATCTCCTGATTCCCGAAGAACAGTATAAATGTTTTCACTGGACAAATTTATGTCCAGTTTTGGCAGAATATAATTTATCAAAATTAGATAAAATTGTTCCTGAAGATATTAGGAGACAAAAAATAAGAGTTTCCAGATTCAAAAAGTTTAATAATTGTGTTTAAAATTTTTTGATAACTAACAGCAAATAAGTATTTGTTGAAGTAAAATATCAAGAAATGGGCAATCCGCAACTAAACCTCGACATGAGGTATGTTCAACGACTATATGAAAATTGGTTTCAAGTAGTTTTGAAGCTTAAGATATAGTCTAGTCCTTATTGAAAAATAAGGTATTTACGACCTAGTCGTATGACAGTTGCTCAGCTGGTGGAAACACTGGTGGGCAAAAAAGTAGCATTAGAAGGATCAGAAGCAGATGGTACTCCTTTTAATGATGTCGATGTAGAATCGATCAAAGATGCTCTCGAAAAATTAGGATATCAGAGAAATGGATATGAGTATCTTTATAATGGTATGACTGGACAGAAATTAAAAGTTATGATATGTATTGGACCTACTTATTACCAACGTCTTAAACATCAAGTTGAAGATAAGATCATATGGTCTTAAAAAGTTAATAGCTAGTTATAAAAACATTAAATATGTTTTATAGCGATACAAATAAATTGCTGGAAAATCCTTAATTCAATAGTTTCCAAATACGATATCTATAATAATAGATTTGTTATAATTTTGGAAATAAGGGACAATCAGCAACTACAATAATAATTACAATTAAATGTAGTTCAGAGACTTTATATTTGTACTCATCAAATTGAGTAAGATAAAGTCCAATCTATTGGGTAACTAATAGTATTAATGACATAGTAGATCTAGAGGTCCAAGAACATTGTTAACACGACAACCACCTTATAATTTAGGGTGTAATAGTGTTCAATCACTAGTTCCATTCATAATGGAGCAATATATTCAAATAGCAAGAAAATTCTAAAAATTCTAATAATAAACTAGATTAATATTTAGTTCTTAATAATTTAGAATATATGTGAATAACTTGCTGCTAATTGTATGTAAACATTTACATATGATAAGTTCAACGACTATAAGTTTATAGGTCATAGGATCTGAGACATAGTCTAGTCCTTTTGGAAACAAAGGGTAATAACGGAAGGTAGATCAATATTGGTCTTAGTCAATTAAATTGGCTGGTCATTTCAAAATGGCAACAAAATCAAATTGCTGGAAAATCCTTAAAGAATAAAAAATAAGAATCATATAATGGAAAATATTGATGAAATATGGGAAAATGTATATTTAGAGGAATATAAAAATTTATATTTAGTTTCATTTTACGGAAATATAAAATCTCAAAAAACTGGAAAGTAATGAAGCAACATGTAAGATGTGGATATAAATCACTGAGTTTAGAAAATTGTGAATTAAAGAAAAAAAAAACTATGTGTGTACATAATTTAGTGGCAAATACATTTTTAAAAAAACCAAATAATGAAATAAAATATTTTATAAATCATAAAGATGGTAATAAATCCAATAATAATATAAATAATTTAGAGTTTGTAACGCCGTCTGAAAATGCAAAACATGCATTTGCTAATGGTTTAAGAGAAATTATTGGAAGAAAAGTCATTAAATTAAATAAAGAAGGACATATTGTTGAGGAATATAAATCAATAAATTACGCAGCTCAAAAAAACAATATGTCTGCTAAAAACATGATTAAAATATGTTCGGAAAATAAAGAATATGATAATTTCAAATTCGAAATTAAAAATACAGATACTGAAAAAATTATTATTGACGAGTCAAATAACAGTAAAAAAATACCGGGTTTTGACAATTATTTAGTGACGAATGATGGTAAAATATATAGTAAAAACATTAAAAAATTTATGTCACTAAAAAAAGATAATAGTGGATACATTATGGTATCATGTTATAATAAAGACAAAAGAAAAGATTTTCTTGTTCATAGGTTAGTAGCGGAAAGATTTATTCCAAAAATCAAAAATAAAAATATAGTTAACCATATAAATAAAAATAAAAGTGATAACAGAGTAGAAAATTTAGAGTGGGTGAATGAAAGTGAAAATATGATTCATGCTTTTTCTTGATTATTTGTATACAATGTACATATATTATTTACTTGTAAAAATTACAAATATATGGATAATCAGCAGTTAAGTCTATAATATAGATGAAATTCAGAGACTTTACGTTTTTGGGCATTTATGCTTAAGATAAAGTCCAAACCTGTGTGATAGGTTAGCAAGAGATGGTAAAAATTGCCATTAAAAGTAATTATTGCTAGTCTTACAAAAGGCAATACAATTAAACAGCGAAAAAATCCTTAATATAATTGGCACAAATTTAATATTGTTATTAAAATGTCATAATTCAATTATATGGATAATTCGCTACCAATCAAATATTGATGGTTCAACGACTATACAATTGTGGGGTAGAATATTACCTTAAGATATAGTCTATTCCTTATTGAAAAATAAGGTAGCAAATGGGTTTACGCCTCGGTTTTCATGAAGCCGAGAATAGTTTTACAGCTAGTCAGATAGTTCTGGCTACATAATTAAATTCAGGGAATATCTGTTATTATTAATTCAAAACAAGAAATATAAAATCTTGAATGATATAATTTAATAATAAGTACAGACAATCCTGAGCCAAATTAAATTGGTGCAACGACTATACAATTATGGGCATTTTGAATTGCTTAAAATATAGTCTAGTATTTAATACGTAGTTACGTGTTAAATTAAATCGGAAATGGAACGTGATGCAGTATTAGCGCATGCAATGGCGTTATTTTTAAAAGAGAAGCTTATGGATACGTCAGATGCTTACAGTACGTTTGTATGTGACAAGTGCGGTTTGTTCGCGCAAAGATTATTCAGACGAGGTAATCAATCACATGCAACAAGTAAAGATATATATTTCTGTCAATCATGCAAAAATTATACAGAAATATCAAAAATTATGATTCCTTATGCATTCAAATTGTTAATTCAAGAAATGATGGCCATGGATATTGTGGCCAGAATCAGAGTAAAGAAGGATGCATATGGAAATTAATTATTTTTTTTTATTTTATTAACCAATAATTATTTAAAAATTATAATTATTAGCTTGATAACACTTAAAATATAAAAGTAAATATAAACGTAAAAATGCAAAACAATATAACTTTAATAAATAAAAAAAGTAATCAAAAAAAGGAAGCGAAACCAGAATTAAAACATAGATTGTTGGATGTCGGCAATGATGTTATTATTATTATTGCAAGTTACATAAAAGGTGATAAAAATATTCATAATTTTATAAGTACTTGCAAAAATATCTATGCTCAGAAAGATTATGTTGATTTTTATGGATATTATCCAATTAGTTTAAATTTAATTTTACCATTTAGATCTATATGTGCAAAAATTAGTAACAAGTATCAAAAAGAATTACCTGATTATATAAAGAGATTGGAAATTGTAAACGATTTTCCATATCGTAAAATAAATGTTGAGGATGTTACGGTTAACATAATCAGACTAACAGATAATGCAACGTATAGAAACATTATTTTTGGAGAAAATGTAAAAAAAATATTTTTTAAAAATTATCCTTCTGGAACAACTTTCGATTTAGGTAAATGTAAAGAACTAAGTTTTATAGGATTAAGAACGTCAACATTAAAAAAAATACAAAGGAAAAAAGAAGGAAATATTCAAAATGATGGGGTAGAGGAGGAAGATGACGATGATACCAATATTATCGCTATTGACAATAAAATAAACATAAACAAAATTAATTTAAATAAAGATAAAATCACTAGATTATATTTATTTTTTGACGATATAAAATATACGATAAATAACGTAAATAATTTATTTACACACTTTTCTAATATAAAAGAGTTAATAATAGATGGGCAATATAAATGTTTTAATAAAAATGGTCATTATACCTTTGATTCTTCTGAATTGTTAAATGATGATGATTTTTTATATATACCAAATGGAGTTAAAGTATGTAAGATTATACCTCAAATATTAATTAAAAATTATCCAAAGTCTTTGGAAAGATTATATCTTAAGAATTATATTCCAATAAATCGTGATATAGAAAAACGGATAAATATACAAAAATTAGACTATATTGATGAAATATTATTAACCCATCAAGGAATATTATATTTTTACACACTTATACGTAATAATTGAGCATATAAAATACAATAAATATTATTACGTATAAGTGTGTAAAAATATAATATTCCTTGATGGGATTTCTATAATTTTATTTTGGCTTATTTAATAAAAAATTTTTCAATTTTAATGAAAAAATTGAAAAAAAAACTTTTTGTCTCTTATATTTAAAATTTATTATTTAATAAGAAATGAATAATACAAAAGAATTATATAAAAAGGCGTTAATAATAACTTTATTGACAGTATTGGCATACATTATATTTAGCCATATATCAGTAAATATTTCATATAATTTATATAATAGTCAATTTTTTAAAGGAGCATTGCTTTATATTGATTGCGTATCTTCTGAATATTATTCTAAATGTCTTTCAACGTATAATGAATTGTTAAATGATTTGTATTCAAATAAATCATATTATATTATAAATGAAACAAAAATTTTACCTGGATTGTTACTCACAGCATTATCTGCATTAAGTTTATACTGTATTATTCCTATAGTGTTATTCGCGTCACTTGTAAAATATATTATCATTCAATTATGGTTAACCAATTTTGGTAATTTTATTTTTGTTGGACTAGTGATATTATTGTTATTTTGTGCGATATATTTGTATCTAATGAGATTATCGAATAGACATTTAGATAATCAACTTATTTTTCCAAATTATGACTTGGAAAACAACATTATTCAAGTCAACTAAAAGTTGAATTTTTTTATTTATATGATGATATATTATATATAATTATTGGAATATACACAAATGACAAATATATATGTAATCAAATGTGAAAATGAAAAATATTATATAGGTAAATCATTTTATCCTGAAAATAGAGTATTAGAACACTTTTTAGGTAATGGTTCTGAATGGACAAAAAAATATAAACCAGTTGAAATAATTCAAATAATTAAAAATGCTGACAATTTTGATGAGGATAAATATACAAAAATTTATATGTCAAAATATGGAATAGATAATGTCAGAGGTGGCACTTATTGTCAAATTAAATTAAGTAAATCCATTAAAGAACATTTGAATAAAGAATTATTAGGTGCCTCAGATAAATGTTATCTATGTGGCCAATATGGACATTTTATCAAAAATTGTAATAAAAAATACATAAATTGTAAAGAAGATGTGATGACCGAAATAAATTTACAGAATAATAATGATATAATATTATCTAATCAATTTTTTCAAATAATATCAAAAATTAATGACAAAGTATTAGATATATCTGAAAAAAATTATTCGGATGGAGCTAAAGTTATTTGTTATCATAATATTAAAGGAACAAATCAAATATGGACTGTGAATCAAGAAAAAAATATATTGAGTTACTTAAATAATTTTGTTTTAGATATTGATAAATTTAATAAAATTTGTGTTAAAAGTCAAAAACAAATTACAAGTCAAAAATGGAAGTTTTTCGATGAATATATTATAAATGAATCAAATGGTTTAGCATTAATAAATCGAAATGATAAATTGTATTTAACTGAATTAAATTACTCAAATGATCAAAAATGGTGTAATATTAGATCAAACATTAAGCTCTTTTCCTGAACTTGTGGATTTCCTGAACTTGTGGATATAATTCCCACAATTAAATGGAATTTAATTAAATACACAAATTATAATGGTAATACTTACTATTTTCATAATATTATTGGTGATCCATTTTCATATCCTGTGAGTTTCAGATTAGAATTAGTTTCTAATGATATTATTATATTAATTCCTTCCACGCCGGTACGTCAGAAATTGTTGTTGCCAGTATTATAGTAAATAACACTGTTAAACCTGTCACGTTGTCTGACGTGATTAGAGAAATAGATCTATATAGCTAATAATGTGAATAAAATTTAATTATAAAATAATATAATTATAATTATATTATTTTATTTTATAAAATGGGAAAATGTTGTGTTGAAAAATACGATTCTGATAGTGATGATGATCGTAAAATTTGTTGTGTAAGAGGAAAGAGAGGGCATAGGGGACATAGGGGTCATGAAGGGCCAACTGGACCTACTGGACCCGCTGGACCTGTTGGACCAACAGGTCCATCTGCTAATTCTGTGTTGGATTATGTAAATGGCACCGTTTTTGTTGCCTTTCCAACACCTGATTTAGGTTTTATTGGTAATGAAGGTATCGAAAATTATGAATTGGCCGGATCATTAATAAATGCTGTTAATGCATCAAATGGTACTTTTACTGCTCCAACTAATGGTATTTATTCAATATCATATTCAGTCGCATATACTGAATCTCAAGAAGGATCTCCTAATGGAGAAAGATTAATAGATTTAGTGGTTAATGATGATGCAACTGCGACAGCACAGTATACATCTGTCAATAAAGTCGAAACTGCTCTAAATAGAGTTCCAATAACAATTTTATCCATTGCCACAGATGTTCCTATGATTGCTGGTGATACAACAAACTTATTTGTATATTATAATTTGATCGATAATCAATTTCCTTTAGAATCTGCTACTGTTACTTTCAATATTGTGAGATTAAGTACACAGCTTCCTATCGTCACAACTGCAAATAAGAAAAAACAATTAAAAAGTAACACAAATTTATTTATCAAAAAGTTAATCGATAAATGTAAAGCAAATAAAAAATCAATTAAAAAATAATAATTATATCGTTTTTTTATATTGAATAAATATTTTATATAAAAAAATTGAAATTTCTAATGATTGAAGAGCACATTATTTAATGTCCCTATGTGTATCTGAACTCCAGAGATACCTGTATCAGAAATTATGATTAGATACATTGAAGGACTGAAAAATGATTAAAAGCATAGTTGCTTCGTGCGACCAATACCAAACTTATTGAAAAAATAATAATACAATAAGTGCTTATTGCCGGTGTTGAATCATAGGTTAGCATTACTATTTTAAATAGTACTGCCCAGTCCGAACTTATTACTAAACGAATAGTAATAAGTCGCGATCTTTGCTAGGATCGTTGATAGATGAACTGTTAAACCTGTATGGTTTAGTGATCAAGCAAGAGTTTTCCTTTAATCGGGATTAAATTCAGATCACAGCCAGAAGAAATAATATTGTAAATTTGTTTGGTGATATTATTTCACGATGCCTCAGAAGCATCGGCAATATAAGAAGAGCCGAAAGGCAGGGACTATATTGCTATGGCCAGTTTAATAATTGATATGAATTCGTAAAAGAAGATCTAGATCAATTATTGCAACCTTTGCAGGGTTGTTGATGGAGTAGCCGAAACATACGTTTGTTAGTTGATAAGAAAAAAAAAGGATTGATAAGAGAGGAAAGAAAAGAAGGTCTGATAAGAGAAGAGAGAAAAGAAGATAAGAGAGAAAAGGATTGATAAGAGAGGAAAGAAAAGAAGGACTGATAAGAGAAGCGAGAAAAGAAGATAAGAGAGAAAAGGATTGATAAGAAGAGAGAAAAGGATTGACAAGGAGAGAGAAAAGGATTGACAAGAAGAGAAAAAAAGGATTGATAAGAGAGAAAAGGATTGATAGAAAAAAGATTGATAAAATCTTTATATTATTTATTTATAATTTTAAGCCATTTTATTATATTTTCTCTATTATTATTTCTATAAATATCAATTAAATTTTCAAAGTTAAAATTTATAAGGAATCTCACAATATCGCAATTGTCAAATAAAAATTCACAAACATCTAAATATTCCAGTTTTAAGCAATGCATAAATGCTGTTAATATTGAGAGATCACTAATGTTATAATTAACAAATAACCATTTTACATTATTATATTTATTATTCTCACAGACAATAATAAAAATTTTATTTATATCATCATCAGTAATTTTATTCACAAACAGATATTCATTATTACTCGAACATATTCCATTGTTGGATGTAAACCATTTTGCATTTCCACAAAAATTTTTTAAACAGTAATTTTGAAAAGCATTTGTCATATTTAAAATTATATCAAATCTATCAGTACTTACATATTGAATAATATTAGTTTGATTGCCTATCATTATTATATCTTTATTATTAACTAATTTACTATATTTAATATATAATAATTTACAAATATGAATATCTCCTCTGTTAAATATATATGAAATGTGTAATCCATTTTTAATATCTGTCGACAATTTGTCAAAATATTCGTTTTGTTTTACAGACAAATATGTTTTTTTACACAATCTACAAAATTTATACATATCATTCAAATCAAGATAATCAATAAAATAATTCAGAAAATAAATATCTCCAAACATTTATAAACATTTCAAAAGAAAAAAAATTATAAAACAATTTGAATATGTAAAGGTTCTTTCATAAAATTATCGTATCCCATGTGAAAATTTATTAAAACATGGAGATGCTTGCCCACCATCTACATATGGATAGTTACAATCTCCACATACAGTTCTAAGAGTCATCAATATACCACATTCATTACAAAATAATTCGGCTTCTAATTTGTTTTTTTCTGAAACGTTAATACAATACACTATATACACTCGTTTTCCACAAGGAGATATAGAACATGGAGCTGTATAACCTGATGTTGGTCTTGAAGTGGCAAAAGTTATATTTGTATTAGGACAACTATCACACATATTAATTTATATATTAATATATATACTAAAAAAAAGAAGATTAAAAATTGAAATTTATAATAGTTTGAGTTAGCTTATTCGATTAATACAACTTTTTATCATTATGGATTATAAATTTGTTTCGGATTGTGGTTACGAATGCCAATTAGTAAAAAATGTTTACGGCATATATTGTGGATATGTTCAATTACCAAAACATCATCCTTATTATAATAAAAATTATGATGATATTTTGGATCTTGATCTTAATTTCAATTTAACTTACGGAAAAAATGGAAAATTTGGTTTTGATTGTTGGTCTAATCTTAAATCCTCAGAATTAATTGAACTCTTTAAAACAAAAAACTATAATGGCAAATGGAATTTTAAAAAAGTAAAAAGAGAAACAGAAAATATGGCGAGACAATTTAAGTTATTAGAAAATTAATTTATTTATTCATTTCCATATTCTTTTCTAATGTACGTAATTCTTCCATTGTATTTGGACCATGAGGTGTATATAAGTATTCTGTTCCATCAAATATATGTATATTACCACCTTCTTGAGCCATTATATTTATCAATTCGGTGATGTAGTATTCGTTATTATTATTTTTATTAGATAGATTTTTTATGTGTTTTTGTAAATGTATATGTTTTATTATATATATACCTGTTGTTATTTCTTGACTTAAATTCATATCTGCTGTTTTATCTTTATATTCCACTATTTTTGTAAATTTATTGTTATTTTTTAATATACCTGATGATGGATTTAATTCTTTTGTGTATATTGATATTATTGTTGCATCGGCATTATGTCTTTTGTGCTCTTCTAATGACGAATTTAATAAACTGTAGTTTATTGTTGGCATATCTCCCATTATTACAATAACGTCTTCCACTGATTTATTGATATGAGGTAAAGCTAATTTAACAGCATGACCTGTTCCTAATTGATCTTCTTGTTTTACAAAACTTATATTCTCATATAATTTTAATTCTTCCATTACTAATTCTTTCTTGTAACCTACCACTACATAAATATCTTTGTAATGTTGTAGATTGTCTATAATGTGACATAATATTGGTTTATCAAATAGTTTTACTAATGGTTTCGGGTAATCCTTTATACCCATTCGCGTACCTTTCCCTGCTGCCAAAACTATTGGAGCTACTTTTTCCACAACAACGCTACAAATATTATTATAAATATCTTTTATAAATTCCACATCTTCTATTTTTGATATATTCTTTAATACTTGATTCATCAAACATTTATTTTTTATAATATCTTGACCATATGTGCCATTATTATAATATTTGTCTAATCTCCATACCAATGATTTATGTAATCTTGCAATTGCGCAATAATATACATTTTTCATAAAATATTCTTTTGATTCATACTTACTTTTATCAGTTAGTGTCCAATATAATTCTAAATATTCGTTTATTTTAACCTCTGACAAACAAATATTTGTATCATAAAGCAATGATACGATATCATATACACTCGGACCTATACATAAATCTTGATAATCTATTATATAAATATTTTTGTCAAATAACATTATATTTTTAGATTGGTAATCTCTATGTATTGTACTTTTTGGGAAATTATTTACTTTATTACATATTTCAAACATTTTTAATAAATATTTTTCACTATCTTCTTTTGATACAAAATTATAATCTACTGCTTTTTTCAATATATTTTTTATTATATTAAATATATTCTCATTACTTGGAATATTTTCACATTTTATATTTTGCAATTTTATTAATTCTTCTATTGTTTTTTTATAAGCCATTGTCAATTTTGTGTATTCTCCATTGCAATGTAAATTGTATATTGTGTCATCTCCTAAATCACTCATTTTGATTGACATATCAGTTTGTTCTAATATGTCTGGTATATTTATATTATTATTTAATAATAGGTTGTGAACTGATACAAATATACTCTTTTCTTCTGTATTTTCAAAATTAATATTTATATAACTATTATATTTATGTTGAACCCTAGTTACTTTTTTTGTTGATAATCTGTCATAGTTAATCATATTATTAACTATATGTATTTTATATTTAGTAACAAACGAACTAGAAATTAATTATATTGTCACTTACCGCAATTTGAAATATAGTATTCATATTTTCACACTATCTAATAGAAATTAATGACTTTTCCATAAATTTTAATTTAATCTTATTAATTATTTTTATATTGACACACTATCTAATAGAACTTAATGACTTTTCCATAAATTTTAATTTAATCTTATTAATTATTTTTATATTGAAAAAAAATAATTAATTACATTTTATTTAATTATTTTTGCTAAAATTTAAGTGGTCACCTTATTACCTCGATATAATAAATTTCAAATAATTGCCCCTAAATCCCCATAAAAATTTAATATGAAAACTAATTATTTTTATGTTTTTGTTTGAATAAAATGCGATAAATATTCACAATAATTGAAATAAAAATGAATAAACTAAAAGTTTTAATATTTCTGTCAAATCTAATTAATAGCCTTTTTACTGAATATTTTAAGTGGCTTATTAAGCGTTCAATATGAATTCTTTTTTTATATAAAATTTTTCCCTTTTTACTTAATTTTTTTATTTTAGAAAGATCTTTAGTATTCCTTTTATTATGATCAATTATAGGATAATACCCTTTATCTGTAAGAATTTGTCTGATATCTTTAAAGTCATAACCTTTGTCTGCTAATAAATATTGTTTGTATTTATTTGAATCCTTTAAATGAAAAGTTTTTGTATTAATAAAAAAATTATTTAAATTATCTACTAATAAACTTTTATCACTATTATTGCCGGCCCTAATCTCTACAGATATTGGAACATTCAGATTATCACATATAATTGAAATTTTAGTTCCTTTCTTTGATTTGTAGAATTTATTTCTGCCGATCTCATTGACACCATATTTATTGGGAATAAAAAACGAGTCAACAGATTGATATTTTAATTTACCAGCTAAATTGCTCTTAAAATATCTATTAAGTGAAAATTTATAATATTCATTTAGAATATTTCTTTCGGCAAACTTATTAATATGCCAATTTAATGATTTACGATTAACGGAACCTCTATAATCATTATAACTCATAAGATTATTCGAAAGGTGAAATATTTCTTTAAGAATAGTGGGTAAATCATAAAATTGTAATTTATAAGTAAAATCATAATGTTTACCATATTTAGGATGATTTAAAACAAATTTAATTAAATCATCTAAAAAATATAATTTATTATACTTCATAATTAAAATACACAAAAAGAATTTTTTTTATTTTATTAATTAAAAATAATAACTATAATGTTTTATGATAAAAATAAAAGTCAATAGGTTCCATTAGATGGTGTGTTTATATAATTTATGTTATTAGTCATCCAATATTGTTTAGTTATTTTTATATAATATATAATTATATATTAGTGATTTATTTTCATAATTATTGAAGTTTTTGTATTAAATATTTTTGAAGGATTAAAATATATAAAAGAAATAGGGGTGTTAAATATAAAATCTAATGATAATGTTACTCCCGTTGGACTAAAGCATTTGAAAAAAATTCAGTCATTGTTTATAAGTTTCGAATTAAAAGTTAGGTTAAAAAATGAAAATAAATTTTAAGTATTTGAATTCAACAAATTTTATTAATACTTTTATCAAAATAAAAAAATGGAGCAATATATTTATTTATTTCTTTTGATAAAATATTATTTCTTATATCGTTATTTATTGATGCTAGTGTGTGCATATTTCTCATAACTTTATCAGTACAATTCAATATTGATTCTTCATTCATTCTTTGCTTATATTTCAAATAATTTATATTGAGATTACTTATGTATTCCAATAAAGGATTTATAATTTGTTGAGTCATTTTTAGTCCTTTTCTATCCACTATCCATTGCACACTATTTTTTTCATTATTATTAATGTTATATAATTCTCTTATTGTATAATTTAATCTATCTGTATCAGAATTCCATAGTGCCTGTAACTGGGGATTGTCTTTTTTATAATGTTTTACTATAAAATCTCCTAAAAATTTGTCTAATTTACTTTTGTCGTAATACAATATTAATTCATTTATTAAATAATCGGTATCTTTTGATATTATAGAATAATCATTTAAACTATTCAAACATGGTGCATTGTTATAGTTTTGAAGTAGATAGCTAAACGTATTCATAGATTTTTGAATCATACCGCCTGCCGAGTTTATCAATTGTTTTTGATAGGTATTTTCTGTTTTTAGAGTTTCTATATGACTATCATATTGCTTTTTTATTTCTAGTAATTGATTTTCCGTTTTAGTTAATTGATTTTCTGTTTTAGTTAATTGATTTTCCAAATTTCTTAATTTCTCTTTTAATAATTCGATTTCATGTTCTTTTTTGATATTTTTCATATTGGTTGATTCACAATTTTTATTTATTTCTAATTTTAAAATATTTTTAGCATGTTTTTTTGATTTTTTATGATGTGACCAAGTTGATCTATTTTCTGTTTCAAAATTGCAAATATCACAGTGATATTTCATAATATGTTTATTAGTAACACAAATTCTTAAATAATTATAAAATTTAATAAAATTATTAATATTATGTTCCATTTAATGGGAATATAAAAAGTGTAATAGGAAGAGAACTCAATTTATTGAAATTATAAAAAGTGTAACAGGAAGAGTGATCCATTTAATGATATAATAAAAATGTAACATGAAGAGCATTCCATTTAATATGAAATAAAAAGTGTATTAGGAAGAGAACTCATTTTAATAGGAAAATAAAAAGTGTAATATGAAGATAACTCGATTTAATGGGAACATAAAAAGTGTAATAGGAAGAGAACTCGATTTAATGGGAAAATAAAAAGTGTAATAGGAAGAGAACTCGATTTAATGGGAAAATAAAAAGTGTAATAGGAAGAGCATTCAATTTAATGGGAAAATAAAAAGTGTAATAGGAAGAGCATTCAATTTAATGGGAACATAAAAAGTGTATTAAGAAGATAATTAGAATTTTATTAATAATTAATATAATCTATTCATATATAAATGTTTAAAAAATGTTTAAAAAATGTTTAAAAAATGTTTAAAATTTTAAACATTAAAAAATAATATGTAGCCTATTACACTTTTATTTTTTCTGAATATTTTAAATTTTTAAACATTTTTTAAACATTTTTTAAACATAAAAAATATTATGTAGCTTATTACATTTTAAAAAGTAATAAAGATAATAAATAAATATATATATAATAATTCTATATGTTATAAATTTATAATAAAATTTTAATAAAAAAATATATAAGTTACCTTATTACTTTTCCATTCAATAATTTTCAAATATAATTATTTAATAAATTTAATTGGATTTATATTTTGGCACACACAAAGTTTGTGTGTGGAATTTTTTTAAATCATTTAAATTTTTTATTTTTATGGCAGTTGTTAATGAAAATATACATATGTTATTATACCGATATTTTTAATTGAACGCGAATCATTGTGATAATACAACAAGTTTTATTTTATTAATATAATACATTATTCATTTAAACATTTATTTAAGGTTTATTTTACTTTCGATATGATGAAATCGAAAAAAAATTATTAATTAATTTCGGATTTTTAATAAAAGTGTATTAAGAAGAGAACTCATCTTAATGAAATATTAATAAGTGTAACATGAAGAAAACTCAATTTAATGAAATATTAAAAAGTGTAATAGGGAGAGAACTCAAATTAATGGAAAATTAAAAAGTGTAATAGAAAGAGCGTTCATTTTAGTAATAATATATGAAATATAGTATGAAGAGTGTTCATTTTTATTAAAATATAAAAGTGTAATATGAAGAGAACTCAAATTAATGGGAAATTAAAAAGTATAAAAGGAAGAAAATTCATTTTACTTGAAAAAAAAAGTGTAGTAGGAAGAGAACTCATTTCACTTGAAAAAATTGATTTTTTTATTATTTAATATTATTATTTATTGAAAAAATTAAATTTGATATTACAATGGACAATATAAAAATTTGTTTTGAAAATGACAATCGGAAAATTGATGTAAAACAAACAATAATTGATTCTATTCCTTTTTTGCAGGCATATTGCAATTTTAATTTAAAATCTAAAAAATCTAAAACAATAAAATTAGAAGATATCACATATGATGAATTTGTTCAAATATTGAATATTGTTAAAGAAAAAAGAATAAATTTAAATTCAATATTTGAAACAGCAAAGAAAAAAAATAATAATTTTAAAGAATTGCTCCAAAAAGATTGTATTCCATCATTAAGTAAATTATTTGTCAAATTAAATTATTTTGGAATTTTATCTAACGACGTTAGTAGCGCATATTTGGAATATCTTAATGGACAAAAAATATCACATGGAATAACATATGAAACAACATGTGAACCTATGTTTACTATTCAAAATTTTTTAGATAATAAAGAAAGCAATGATTTTATTCAAGTTAAAAAAAAATTATTTGATAAATTATCAATTAAATTTTCAAATTATGACAATATAATCCCATTGTATATATCATCCTATTGTATTTTCGCAGGTACAATACCTTTTCCATTATATTTTGGTAAAGATAAATATTGTCTTATAAATGAAATAATAAAAAACAATTTAATTAATACAAAAACAAACAAATTATTTTTGATATCATTGTATTTAATTTTTGCAAGAATTACATCTGATTTGGTAGGTTTATTTCATGGGATATACGATATTAAAAAAATGCATAGTGCGGGGGAAAAATGTATCAAGGCAAATAAGATAATTAATACTTCTAAGCACAAATCTACATTATCAATAAAAGATTTAATTACACAACTAGGCAGACAATATAATCCTTACATATGCGATAATTATAGAAATGAACACAAGTATTTTGAGGATCATATTTGTTATTATATTAACAATTTTAATATAATCAATGAAATTTTGTCGACAAATATTGAACATAAAAAATGTTTAGAAATTTTTGACAAAAAAAAATTCTTTTCATTGGATAATACGCACCATTTGGAAGATTTAATACTTCATTATTATATTATTAGTGAAATTTATAAAAAAGAACTTAAATGTAACAACGAATCTTTTTATATGACAGAAAAAGATATCAATATATTACGCAATAGAGATAAATATATCAATATATTACAAAATGGATATAATTATTTTGATATATTTTGTGCATATAAAAATCGCGAACCATCATGTGAAGTTGGATTTGTAAAATGCAATAATATAAAATAATATTTAAAATAATTTTAATATAAATCCAATAATTAGTTTATTAAGTAAATTATTCAAGTCAATAAATGTAAATAAAATTTAGCAATATTTGAAATGTAAATAAACAAAACAAATTGCTTTTTGATATATGTAGTGTGCCCGTTGATCACCCTGCAAAGATGACAATAATTGATCCAAATTGGTTCAATTATTAAACTGGTCAATAGCAATATAGTCCCTACCTTTCGGCTCTTTCCATATTGCCGATACGTCTGAGGTATCGTGTTGTAATCCCACTAAGATTTACAACTTCTGACTGTGATCTGGATTATGCTTTTAAAGGCAAACCCTGCTTAATCACTCTGGAAAAATTAGATTTCCATACAGTTCCTATATATGGTTATTGTGAACCATAAGTGTTATTAGCGGGCTTGCAAATAACACTAGTGTACCCGTAAATCACCTTACAAAGGCGACAATAATTAATACCAGATATTTCGGATCTGGTTAATTATTAAACTGGTCATAGCAATTATAATCACTACATTATGTAGTATATATAATGCCGATGCTTTTTAAAGGCATCGAGAAATAACACCACTATGTTATTCCTGTCTGACTGTGATTTGAATAATGTTTATTGCATTATTCTGTATAATCACTCGAGAAAAACGGTAACTTTTTGTTTTTCCTTACAGTTCCTCTTTAATAATAGTTTTTAAACTATTATTAGTATTAGCGGGGTACTAATACACTATTTTTTTTTTATTTATGAGCTGTTCAGTCATTTATAATTTTCAATTTTTTATATAATTGTGTTTATAAATTTATTATTTGCATCAATATGATGGATCTTATTTATGGCAAATAATAGAATATTGTAATAAATAAATTATGATTTATGTTGATGTTTGATTGTGGATAAACTATTTACTTTTTCATAAAAAGTAACTAGATAACTGGTTAATAGCATATATAATTTTTATTTGCATTAGCTGAGATGCTAATATAATAAATAAACCAAATGTGTACCTTAAATCACCCTGCAAAGGCGACAACAATTGATGGAATCAATTATTAAACTGGTCATAGCAAATAGAATCAGTCTACTATTGGTAGATTGATCCTCAATTGCCAATGCTTGTAAGGCATTGTGTTATAATTCCACAAAAAATTAAAACTTTCGACTGTGATCTGAATTATGCTTATTAAAGCATATTCTGCTTAAATCACTCTGAAAAATATGTTATATTGTCAACATTATTTTCATACAGTTCTTCATTAATAATAGCCCGAAGAACTATTATCATGCATTAGCGGGTGCTAACACAATATATGTAGTGTACCCATGAATCACCCTGCAAAGGCGACAATAATCTATCTTAATCTATTCTAACAAAATAGATCGATTATTAAACTGGCCATAGCAAATATAGTCCCTGTCTTCCGACTCTTTCTATACTGCCGATGCTTATGAGGCATCGCGAAATAATTTCCACTAAATTATTTCTTCTGACTGTGATCTGAATTATGCTTTTTAAGACAAATTCTGCTTAATCACTAGAATAAACTTTTCATCGCGTTCATGCAAATAGCGCATTACTTTGCTCAGTAAAGTCCTTCTTACAGTTCTTCATATATTTGACGATCCTAGCAACGATCGCGACTTTTTACTTGTTGTTAGACTTCTAGTGAAAAGTACAGACCGGGCCCATCATTTTACAAAAATGATGATGGTACCTATGATCCGAATGATTAGAAGTGTATTTCGTACACGTTTCTAATATATTCATGCAATTAATCATTATATTTTAAAAATATATTTTTAAAAATATATTTATCAGTCTCAAATGTGTCTGCGGGATACAAACACACAATGTTTTTTTTAATATGAGTTCTTCAATTATTTATAATTTTCAATTTTTTTTATATATTATATTACTTTTATAATAATTATATTTTTGTATCAATATATATTATATGAACGATGAATATTATAATAAATATAAAAAGTACAAACAAAAGTATTTATCACTAAAAGGGGGAGTCTACCGAAACCGCACACAGAATATAAGAAAAAATATGAATAAAGATGTGGGTATGGGAAATGCAGAAGCAATGAATTATGCAATTGCAAAAAGAGGATTTAGAATTTATGCAGGAAATCTTAATAAGGAAGAAGTTCTAAAAGATAGTGAATATATAAAAAAACAAATAAATTTAATTCTAGATAATGACACAATCATAACTATGCCGAAAATGTCAAATTATCCTTTAAATTATGATCAAGTTAATAAATGGAAAATAATGTATAATGATAAAAATCGTGATGCAAGTATTATTGATAATGTTGTTCATTATTCGTGGGGTCATTTTTTCGGTGTTTTCCAATCAATGGTATCTAATTTAATGAATTTGTTAGTTAATTATTCGACTTCATATTATAATAATAGTGGACCTCTTTGTATTTTATTACCAGAAAAAAGTATGTACACGTCCAATTTTTGGTGTATATTATTATTTATGAAAATATTGAAAGAAGATAAAAATTATGAATTAATATACAACAATATTCACATAATAACTGATCCATCACAAACAAAGCATTTTAGTAACATAAATAAAACTCCTAAAATGATATATTTGGATGATTGTATATATAGCGGTACCCAATTTAAAGAAATTATTGTTGGAGATTTTCAATATATAAGTGACGATAAAATTATTGAAAAATTAAATGGCATTAAATATGATTTAATATTAATGGTGCCATTTTTACGAAAAGATTTTTATGATTTAATACATAACATAGAAAAAGTTATTATTAATTATTATCCAACCTTTTTTTATAAAAAAGATTTTATATATTTTGATCACAAATTAGCAGATAGTGCATCAACCAATGAAACATTAATTAATTATGGAACAATAAAAGGTTTTTCAATTATTACGGGATCATTAGTTCATAATTGTGAATGGAATTTATTAAATCAACAATTAGAAGGCGAAACGTATTTGATTGATAAAAATTTAAACCAAAAAGTTGTCAGGTGTCCACCAACATTTTATAAAAATATAAAATATGAAAATAATATTTTTCCTGATGAGGATGAAAAAAAATAAATAAAAGTATATTATTATGTGATAATTATACAATCACATTTATATTTAAAATAATATGGAAGAACACACATTACTTCAATTTGATGTGCAAAAAACACTAATTTATACACATTATTTTCACAAATTAATATAATATTTAATATAATATTAATTTTTTCATTTTTTGGTAAAATTTCTCGAGAATCAAATTTTTTACCATTAATTTCAAATTCATTCTTTTTTTTATAGCATACAAGAATTGGCTTCGAATTATTATTTCTCTTAAATATATGACATTTATTTTTAACATAAACTTTAATTTCTTCTTCGAAATTAGTGTTTAATATTTTTTGATTAAAATACAGACGTTCTATTTTTTTCGACAAATCATCTTTAAGTTTAGTGATAAAATTTTTAAAATTTTGATTAGTTGATAAATTGATAATTAAATTATTATCATCTGACATTCTGCAATGTAGACTATTAATTTGTGGAACTATTAGTGAATAGATGTCATCAAACCATTTAATAATACAAGCAGAATCGGGAATATATACTCTGGAGCTAACGTACTGATTATTACTATTAACCACACCAATCGTATTTTTATCTATACGCAACATATGGTTTTTGATTGACATATATTTCAATATATCAGGATTCATAAAACGTTTCACAAGCATTGCGTAATTTTTTTTGTATGTCTCTAAAGTTATTTTTTCTAAAGACATAAAATAATAATCATAATTAAATATACCATCATTAAATAAATCTACACTTTTTTCATAATCACTATAATTTAATTGTTTTGTTTTTCGTAATTTATTTTTTAATTGAATCTCCATTAATTTACAAGAACCGTTAACCATTTCATTATATGTGTCAATACATTGACTCTGAGCCATTGTTTTATAAATTTAATTTTAATCTATTTATCAAAATAATTTCAATTTCAATTTTTTTATTTTTATAATATTTAAATGTGGCTTTTGACTTTTTATTAAATTCTTTATTCTATAAATTTTTTATGTAGTTGTTATAAAAGCTCTAAATAATATTATACTTTTTTTATTTATAAAGTAATAAGGTAATTATAATAACTTAATAAATAAAATTCTTTTGAAACTCTTCATGATTAAACCTTTATTCACTTATTTTCTCAAGTTTTTGTTAAGTTATTTTGTTTGACTCTTTACACCCTTCCAGATTTAGATATATTAATTCTTTGATAATAGTAGACGATTTATATTTTTATCTTTTATTGGAAAATTATATGTATTTTTAAAAATTGAATAGTTTAAAATGTAATAAGGCAAAGTTAAACATTATATTTATAAAAAAATTGAAATTTGAATCAATAAATCATCCAATGAAATAAAAATAATTATACAACAGACGCGATGCGTAATATTGTTTTAATTGATCGATCACATCCTCAATATAGTAATTTAAGTGACCGACAAGGATTCAGTGTAATATCACTATGTTTTTTTAAAGATGTAGGAAAATATTGCATTAAATCTTCTGATTTAGTAAAAGATTTGCATAATATTATAAAAAGTTTATATAATTGTTGTCATGATTCTGATTGCTTATCTACGACATTTGTTTGTACAAAAAAAATTGAACATTATTATTTATATAATTTTAACAATACCATTGATATAAATGATTTAAAAATAATATTACAACCAAAAAAAATTCAAACATTTGATTGGCCATTCGAGTTTACAGATTACAATTATGTAGAATGTTACAAATGTTCAGAATTAAATAAATGTGGTATTATTATTGATAATAAATATTTAATGTATTTTAAATATTTATCGTGTCTAGTTAAAACAAAATATGATGAATGTAATAATATATTAGAAATAAAAGATATTAATGCAAATTATTCAAAAATAGTATTTGAAGATAATCCTAGTTATATAGAAAAAATTTATTCTATATTCAAAAATATGAGTATACATATGATATATAAATACGTAAATAAAGAAACATTTATAACACAAAATAATTGTTCTAAATTTATTCCTGGCAGAAAGAAACAAATTATTATACAATTCAAAAATTCGCATTGTTATTTTAATAAAAATCATTTATTTCCCATAAAAAGTTTTAAAGAATTTTGTGCAATAAAAGGTATAGAATTAAACATAATAAAGTTAAAATCACAACCTCCATCTTATCAATATTGTGTAGATTTAATAAATGTTAATCTCATTACAGAATTTTTAAATAATCAATTTTATGAAGTTATATTTCAAAAAAACAATGATGTAAATAAATTATCAAAAAATAGTAAGTGTTTTATATCTTAATTAATTCAATTAATTTTTTGCTAGACCAATTTAATCATACCATTGACACTTGTAAGTATATTTACATTCGGAAAACAAATGTTAACTTTTACATTGTATCCTATATTCAATATCTCTATTGACATATTATTCAGAACCAAAGTCAATACCACATTTGTCTAAATTTCCTGTTGGTGGGTTTTGCATGAATTTTTATAACTTCTAAAGGATGGAGATAAAGTAACTATAAAATATTTATTTTTATTGTCGTAGATATTATATGGAATTGGATCACCATGATCTAAATATTAAACTATCTTATGTATATTTATAATATTTTGATCTTCAGAATAAATCCCACATCTAAAAATTTTGAATAAATCATACCACATAATCATCTATCAAAAAATGACGCTTATTTAAATTTAAACATTTATTACTATTATTTTTCAGTAAATTCATCAAAGAAAAAAGAATTATTATTTATGATCTCATAATCTAATAGTTTATTTAACAAAAAATCATATTCCATATAATAATCCGCATTTATTTGACGTCCTCTGACAGTAAGATCACTCAAGTATTGAGTATATCATTTCAAAATAAAATAAATATTTCGTCAATTATGTTAATATATCTTCATAATACAAAATATTTATATTAAAATTCGACCTACTATTACTAAAAATTGGTTTTAATAATAATGTTTTTTATTCTGATAAAATATATTTGACAGCATATCAATAAAATCTTTGTCATTTAAATTTTATTTTAATTTGTTTTTCATCTAATTTGGCAACGAGTTTACTTTGATCCGATACATTTTTTGTTTTATATATTTTACATCACCACACCAGTGCACATATTATATTAATATACTTTTTTAGGTTCTGTAACAAAGTCTTCACCAGAAATAATACAATATTTATTTTTTAAATATTTTGAATTAAATAAGTAATATTTTTCTTACTAGTGCCATAAAAAGGCAACACCACTTCCACTTGTAAATATATTTGTATATAATGTACATATATCAACTTTTATATTATTTCCTATGTCTAATATCTCCAATGAAATATCATCAAAACAACCAAAATTGATACTATATTTATCTAAATTTCCTGTTTGAAAATTGCTACATAACTTTTCACAATTCTTATAGGATGGTGACAATGCGATAATATAATATTTTTTTTATTTCATTATATATTTTTTCTTCATTAAAAGTATCTATTTGGTACTTAAGAGATAGATTGTCGCACATATTTATAATACTATCTAATGTATTATCTTTCTTTTTGTTTAGGTAATATATATTATTGTCAATTAAATATTGTTTGTACAATAATATTGAATTATTATTTGTATGATAACAACTACCATATAGCTAATAATTATCTGGATATGTTGTATGAAAATTATTTTGAAATAATAGAAAATAAAGATTGTAAAACTAATTTCAATATAGATTATGGTGTAACTGGATTTGCATTTTGTTTTGATGGTATTTATATCTATCCATTTGATCATTTTATTTACGAAAATAAAGATATTTATTTAAAAATAAGTGTCCCATTTTTCGGTGAAAAAGGTGTAATAGGCAACAAAACAGTATTTTTTGGAACTGATATCAAGTATATACATACAGGTTTCTATAATAAAGAATTGCCAGGGAATTATTGTTTATGTGGTGTCATTGGCACAAATGATGTAAGTTGTCATGTACATTACAATTATTTGACTATAAAAATAAATATTAGTACAGTACATTTAGATTTAAAATGTAAAATAATTTACATTGGAAATAAATCGCATTTCCACATTTTGGATTTTTGCACATTTTAATTAATTCTTGAAATGAAACATTTATTAAATTCATTTTAGTTAATCTTATTAGATTAAGTTTAAATAATTAATATTTTTTTTACAATAATATGCGGGTTTTTTTGATATTTGTTTAAATTTCATTGAATAAAATTGAAATTATTATTTATTGATCTATTAAATTAATTTTAAAATAAAATAACTTTTATGATAACTTTTTCTGAATTTCAAAATATTTCGGCAAATGAAAAGTCTTTAGCTATAAAAATATGTTTATCCAAAAATACTGATTCTGAAATATTATATTTTCCTGTTCATTGTCTTTTGTTAATGGATAAGAATCAATTTTTAAAAACAATACAAATGACAGAATATATAGACACAAAATTATATACTATATATCTTTTGGATGAGGAGGAAATTTTATCAGCAAAAAGTTGTTTAGAAGATATATACAATTTTTATTCTAACTCAATTACATATAAACCAAAATATATTAGATTTTTTATAGATTATTCACGTGTATTATTTATATCCAGATTTTCTGATTTAAAGTTGTCTAGCATTTATACAATCATTGTTCCTTTGAATAATATTATAAAACCAAGTAATAAAAATCATTATATTGAAACGGATATGTCAATAAATTCAACTTGTTGTTCAACGAATAAATTATTTTTGGATTATATACCCTCCAATATTATTATTAATGATGGTGTTATGGAACAAATGTTTAATTCTTTCAAATCTTATTTTGAAGCAGACACAACCATATTAGCTAATTTACATTGCAATGTTTTATACAGAAAAAATAACAATAATTTATTAAAAATTCTCAACAATGTATTTGGTTCTATTGTTGTTAATTATTCATATTATAAAAATGCTTCATTGACAATAGATTTTTTATCACACATCAATTATATAATTTTTGATGAATTTTATGTTAAGGTAGAAAAAAATGACAATAATATGACCTTAAGATCATCTTATGATTTTGGAGAAACATGGACCACACTTGATACTGTACTGTGCAATCAGCACCAAAATTTAGTTTATACAAATGGTGTATGTCTGTTAGTTTAATTTTATTCCTAAAAAAATATTGATCAAAAAACTAATCATTTTCAGTGTACAATACCCGTAAATATTAAAATATTGAACATTAGTTTGTTTGAAGATATAATTTAATAGTATAATATAATAAAAATGGAAAAAATCTCAATAAATGAACTTAATTCATATTTAGAATATTTGGATATATTAAAAGAATATAATTATGTGATAAAGACGAACAAAAATACTGAAATACAAATTAACGAACTTAAAAATAATTTTAATCATGTTAATATTGGTAATGATCAAATTATAACATCTTTACATGATTATGATGAAGCATATGATAAAATAATTAAATTAAATGCTGATAAAAAATATAAAATGATGCAGGCTTTAAATCTAAGAAAAAATATATTAGAATGTGAACAATTTTATAAAATTGGTTGTGAAACGATTAATTATTATCATGATCTTTTATTGGAAAAGAAAAAAATTTTGTCAACTAATATTAAAATTTTAGAAACTGATTCATATGATCAAATTATACAAGAAATTGAAAATATGTCTTTAATTTTAAAGAAAAAAGAAAATGAAAAGTTAGAGCAATTTTATAAAGAAAAAAATTTACAAAGTAATTGCAAATATGGAGTTGATAGGAAAAAAATTCCTGAGCCTGAGCCCGATGATGATATGCATTACAATTTAGATTCATATCATTTGTTTTAATGATAAAGTTAATTATCCAAAGAAAATAAATGAGAATCATCTCTAACAAGTATATCTCCTTCCATACCATTTTTTTTCCATTTATTAAAACATCTATTAAACGAATCTAAAATAATTTCCACCGGTGATTTTTCTATTCCATTGGATTTGTTATTGTCAAAAGGATTATGATAGCTAAAACCATCGTCTAAATCAAGATAAATGAACAAATGATTTGTTATATTCGACCAAGTTGGACATTCGTTATTTTCACTATAAGATATAATATACACATGATCTTTGAAGGTAATTATACATTGATTTTTGTAATGAAAATAATATCCTATTATGCGAGGACAATGAATTAATGCCAATTCGAGTTGTTCTTTGGATATTGGATTTTGTAATCTTAAATATCTACAATTTTCATAGAAATTGTCATTATTATCTATAAAATTTTCCAATGTTTGTAAAATATTTTGATCACATTGTTTTTTAATTAAATTTGGATTTGGTTTCTTTGGTATTATACCATATAAATTATATGTTAGACTGAATTTCATATTGATGATAATTTTATCATCATGTGTACCTTCTGTTTCCTTTATATCAAAAAGAGGAAATAGTCTTGTAATAATTCTTTTAAATTTGTCTGAATCAGATTTTTTACACACATATTGTGAAGTTAAAAATATGCACATTGTTATTTATATATTTAATTGAAAATTTAATAACTATTACAATATGTTTATTTTTCAATTTTTTTATTGTGAAAAATTCAATTTTTATAGACTGAAAAATCAATTAAATATTGATCCATTGATTTTATCATAACCCATCAAGGAATATTATATTTTTACACACTTATACGTGATAATATTTATTGTTTTTTATGTGCTTAATTATTACGTATTTTTATTTAGATTTCCCCCTTTTTTAATTATTTAAAGATTCGTTTTTATTTATTCCATTATGAATTTTACTGATTATATTATTCATTTTGTTGACCTTTTATGTCCTCCTAAAAAGAAACCCTTGTATACTACCCTATATTATCTTAACAATATGATTGATATGTTAAAAAATAGAGTTTCATGGAATTCTTTAATTTTTCACGATAAACCGAAACATCATAATTCTACAATTAGAAAAATGTTCCTTAAATGGTCTAAATTAAATATTTTTCAATTAGCTTACAAAAAAATTTTAGATGATAATTATATTCCAATTTTAGATGAAAGAAATAGAATTAACCTAATTATCGATTCTTCTAAAATTTATAATCGAAATGGTATAGAATTAATAGGCAAAGATTATGAAAATCCTAAAAAGAGAGTTACTAAAATTTCAATTATAACGGATATAAATAAAACGCCATTAAATGTTGAAGTTTTTAGAGGAACAGAACATGATACTAACACAATCATTGGTACATACAATGGTTTACCTAAATATGTGAAAGGATCTACAATTAATTTAATTGTAGATAAAGGATACAAATTAAAAGAAATCAGGAAAAAGAAATTATATAAAAGAAAAATATTATTATGTGTACCTAGAAGGAAGAATGAAAAGAAGCGAAATCTAGATAGTTATAAAAAGGAATTATTAGAAACGAGATATAAAATTGAGCATTCAATAGAACAATTAAAAAAATATAATAGAATATGTATAAGAAGAGATAAATTAATAACGACTTATAAATCGTTTATATTTATGGGATTAATAATAAATGCAAAAAATTATTTCTAAAATTTTCTGGATTTTGGAAGTAGACTATTCATTAAATGGCTTTAAAATACTTAAAAATTTGAGTATATAATTTAAGTTAAACATTAAAAAGTAAGATTAAATAAAAAGATCATTAAAAGAGAAAAAAATATGAAAAAAATAATAAAAAAAGAAAAAATAAAAATAAACTAATATAGACCTATACACGTGATAATTTTATAAATTCCTTGATGGGTATTTATAAAAACCACACAGAATAATTTAAACGTTATTGGAGAATGTGGACCTACATATTCTTTACTTCAAAACGAATCTGAATTGTTAAGCCAATAAAATTTTTTTATGCAAATAATAATACCATTACATTTGTTCAATAACAAACCAGTATAAAAAATAAAAACTAAATATTTATGTGTTTTGAAATAAAGATTTTGATTCGTCATTTATAGTGTCAAATATATACAGTAATAAAAAATGCAAAAGAATATAATAAAATAATAAATTTTCATATCATCTAAACTCTGAATTTTGTCTTCTAACACAATAATATTTAATTGCGGAAGGTTTATTTAATGTCTTCGATAGAAGCATATGATAATCTGAAAAATATACAATGACAGATAGATGTAGTTGTTTTGAACGTGTTAAGAATTTTGGACATTTCGAAAAAAAACGAAATTAACATAAAAATGATAGTGATCATAATTATGCGATTAATCTGTTTTTAGACTAATTTTATTGAAAATGTCGCCAAGAATTTTTTGAACGTTATGTATTTTTATATGATCTTATGAAAAAATTATTATCGACGGCAAATATAATATTCTGGTGTCAGTTAAAATCTTATAAAACTCTTGTTTACTATAAACCATATTCCAATCGTACATATTAAAATGAAATATCTCAATAAAAAGTTCAATAGGAACCATAATAATTATTTTAAATATAAAATATCTAAAATAATAAACATTTTTTCAAAATATATTCAATAAGAAACAAATTTCGATAAAAATTATTTGTAGATAAAAATTGAAAATAATAATATATTAAAATACTAATTAAGTGATGTGACTATATAAAATAAATTTACGGCTAATATGAATACAAATATATGTATCAAAATTTTGTCAATTGATGCAAATTGTTTTGCGTTCAATGAAAGTGAATTAGAAATGATTAAAAAAAATGCTAATTAATTATGTGAGATTTTGGAAAATTACGATAGCAATAATCAAAATGAAGAATATAGTGGCGAAATTGAGAATATATTAGGGTGTATTTTCTGGCGACAAAAAGATTACGAAAAAATGTCAAAACATTTTTTTGGAGCAATCAAAAAAGGAAATATCAATGCGATGATAAATTTAGGAAAATATTATTATTATCAAAAAGATTATAAAAATATGAAAAAATACTATTTAATGGCAATTGAAAAAGATTATGATCTTGCAATGAATAGATTAGCATTCTATTATTATAATCAAAAAAATGATTATGAAAAAATGTTGAAATATTTTTTAATGGCAATTGAAAAGGGAAATGCTGAATCAATGGTAAATTTAGGAGATTATTATAATACTCAAAAAGATTATAAAAATATGAAAAAATGCTATTTAATGGCAATTGAAAAAGATTATGACATTGCAATAAGTAAATTAGGATGTTATTATCATAATCAAAAAAAAGATTATGAAAAAATGTTGAAATATTTTTTAATGGCAATTGAAAAAGGAAATGTTGAATCAATGGCAAATTTAGGAGATCATTATAAGGAACAAAAAGATTATGAGAATATGATGAAATATTATTTGATGGCAATTGAAAAAGGAAATTCATTAGCAATGAATAATTTAGGATGTTATTTTCTAGAACAAAAAGATTATGAGAATATGATGAAATATTATTTGATGGCAATTGAAAAAGGAAATTCATTAGCAATGATTAATTTAGGATATTATTTTTACAATCATAAAGATTATGGAAATTCTAAGAAATATTACTTAATGTCCATAAACAATGGTAGATATGATTCATTATTATCATATATTTTTATGTGTGATGAAAATGACATTCATAATCTTGAAAAAATATACGATAACAACAAAAATGATTATCGTAAATGTATAGAATCAAAACTATTGAAATTATATGAATATCAATATACTAAAATAAATCCAGTATACATAGACGTATACAGAAACAAATTTTATAATATTATAAAAGAATATAGAGATAACAAAATAACATATATTGATAATTCTTTTGACAAATCTTTTGAAAAAGTCCAAAATAATTTTAAAAAAATTAGACCATATCATATATCATTAAAATATAGTGATATTATGCTAATTACGCCAATTTAGGATTTTTTTGAATACAATATATTTTAATTTATAAGATAAAAAAATGAGTGATAGATATATTTAAAAATGGGAGTAATATAATACGGAAAATATCAACTATAAGCCTTTTTATTTTAAGTGTTTCCATATCGTCATTTCATATTTGTATATTGCATCCAATGTATAATTGTCAATTCCGATATCATTATCACAAAAATCAATTATTTGTTCTTGATTAAAAGTTCCTATTTTTTTTAGATTTAAAAAATCAATTAATTTAACATCTGTAATATTATTATTATTATCTAATTTTATAACAATATTTTCTTCATGTATATCACCATGTATATACCCTCTTGTGTGTAATTCCTTGAGTAAATTTTCAACTCTTACATTAATTTCGGAAAAATTTTTTTTAAATCGTCTAACATACTCATCATAATTTAAATCATATTTTTCCATTGTTATTGAACTATCTGTGTGATCCAATAATTTTGGACATATACCCCAAGAATCACATAGTATTGTATTATTGATTTCTTCAGGACAGATATTTTTTTTAATAAAAATATTGTTATTTAATTGATTCATTCGTTGATTCTTAATCTATTGAAATAAATATATAGAATTTATATTTTTCAATTTTTTTCACAATATAACCTACAATCATTTTCTATATCCTTCGTTTCTATTTTGTCAAAACCATAAATTTTCCCAAATGATTTGAAGAAAAATATTCCTTCTCATTTATTGATTTTAATGGTATTAATATATATTGACTTTTTGTTGTGTCTCTTGATTTCATAACAAAGTTTTTTTGATAACCATTAGTAACATTTGACCTAGCTGATTTTAAATTTGAGCAAAATATTCTAATTTCATCAGTTTGCATATCGTAGTATTTTTTTTATTATCACCATCAACATTTAATTCTATTTTCAATTATATCTTTTAATTCAATTTATATAATTATTGTTTAAAATAATAAAAAATTGAAATATTACAATCATTGCAAGTTCCATTAATTTAGTAATAATTTGATCATATAGCACACACTTACACACTTGACGTAATACCCTAACTACACTTATAAAAAACTGGACTAAAACAACTTCCAAAAAATGGATATTATTGATCATTTATTTTTTTGTTTTGATGACGTTCAATTATTATTAAAATCATCAAACTACAATGATGAATTAAAACATTATAACGAAATTTTATGTGATTTCTTTGGAATTAAGCCAAAAATTAAATTGGAAGAAACTTTTAATTTTTTCAGTCACAAGACTTTTGTAAATATGATTTTATCTTTAATTTTAGACAAAAAATATGAAATCATTTTATGCCCATTAAATAAAAAAATGATGCCACACAGTAGTTACAGAAATTTTGTAAATAAATTTGAATCTTTCGCTGATCGCAATTATTATACTCATTATGAATTTCAATTGTTCGAAAAACTATTGCTTAATTTAAAAAAAAATAAAAGAGTTAAAATTTGTAGCTTGGCTTCATTAATTGGGTCCATTAGTTTTGGTAATCTTGTATTTTTAGAAAAAAAATGTCCTAAACTATTCAATTATGTATATAATGTTGTTGATTGTCCGCATACAATTACGTACTTAAACTTGTCAGATGCCATGACGAGGTTTCATAATTATAATGTTGTTTTTTACCTGTTGAAAAAAATGAATAAAAAAAAAAGTATTAAATTGGGCAAAGATCGTATAATTATTGATTACATTGAAAAAATATACTCCGATTATCAATCCTTTGATAAAATTAAAGATGAATTGTGTAATCTCATCGAAAAAAAAATTATTACAGCAATTGAATTTAAAGAGTTTTTGATTTCGGATGATATGAATTCATTTCTTTCTCACAACAAATGTGCACTATCTTTAATGAATCTTTTAGGAATTGAGCCACAACATTTAAATTTTGTTCTAATGTGGATTAATGGTTTTGACAAAATCTATTTAAATGTTAATTCATTGGAAATACAGGAAACAAAGGTTCCTGTTAAGAGTCTCATGATGTTTACAATTAAAAAATTTGAGTTATTACAGTTTATTAACTCGAAAAAACTTGCAAACAAATTGGTTTTTGATTTTGGAGTATACAAATTTTTTACGCATTTAGTTTGTAAACATAGAAATTACAAGCAATTAGAATTATGTTATTTTGATATGTTATTAGATCTTTTTGGTAAATCACTGATTGATTCAAAATACAATATCACTGATGATCTCATTTGTTTCACTGACAATGCAATTCAATCTATTACTGATAATGATATTGTTGATAAAAAGTTGTTTCCTTTTTGGATTTTTGATATTGTCATTCGTCATTTTATCAAACTCGAAAAAACCGATGTACTAAGTTCTTTACTTAGTTCGTCCCTACCAGAATTTGTAACATCCATCGTCAAAAAAACACTTGATAAGTACACGCAAACTCGACTTAACAAAGATCCCACTAAAAATGGATTTACCGATTTGTTTATTTATTTTCAAAAATATTAATTTTATATTACACCTTTTCCACTGAAAAATGGGATAGTTAAATAACTGTCCCATTTTTTCAGTGGAAAAGGTGTAATATAATGTTTGGCAACGCCATCCTCGTTTTTTTTTATAAACGATTTATTGTCTATTATGGTTGCCACCAATAACTAACCATTTTTTACCAAAATAAATTATAAATAAATTAGTAGATTTTTAAGATATATATGGTCCATTATATTTTTCTATTACTGATCCTTTTTCTGTGACATATGTTTTCTCAATTAATATTGTTAATTTAATTGGCGACTCTTTTACCAATCTTTCCATATATTCTGATACAATTGGTATCGTAGATTCATCAACAAAAGAAATTCCCATTAAATTGTCATAATTATCCGTTTCTAATGTCATCGAAAAATATGACAACATTTCTTCGTCTTCATTTTTGAATAATATTTCAATTGGATAACCAAGATATAATCCGATATCATATGTACTTGAAAAATTAGGTGGACTATTATTAATGTTATAAACCACATGACAATTTTGGTATAAAGTGTATTGTGTATTTGGAAAACTGAGAATCATTTTAGTTATTTTTTCATCTAATGGTATATCGGTATTTAACACATAATCTCTTCCGGGACCACATTCCTGAAGAATACATGAAGGTCTAACACCTTTGGATATTAAAACAATATTAACATAATTTGCGTAACCTAATATTTCTATCAATTCTTTCATTTTTATTCGATAAATTTAATTTACAATTAACATTATAGAACATAATATTTTCAATTTTTCCATTTGTTTTTTTTAAATTTTAAAACAATTAATGAATAAAGATAATCAATTTAAAAAAAACTAATTATTGAAAAAATTTTTAAGATAATGAAAAATAGATATACGATCAAATATATATTCTTCTAATATGACTCGGAGCAATTGATTTTGACAATTATAAATACTTTGAATTATTATATCAAATGAATAATATCAAATTAATTTTTAATAACACGTTTATCCGAAATTTGCGCCACACAATTAAATCTTTTCATATATTTTTCAATATATTTGTTTTTTAATTCCTATCTATATAATGTTCAACTATAATTTACAATAATAATATTCAAGAAATACGCTTACCAAAAGTAATAAGCAATATGCTATGTTATATAAAATTGATTATTTTATCATTTAGACTATTTATTTTGATTAATATTAAATGCTTCATTTCGACTTAATACCATCAATATGCGATTATTTGACTGATACGAATTATTATTTTCTAAATAAGGAAATTTATAATATTGTTATCTATTTAGAAAAAGATATTTATTGGAAATTTAAATATGATAATTATTTTGCAGAAATTAATAAAAATTATTTGATATTAAAAGGAAATTACAATTGGAAAAGAGAATATTTGAGAGTTTTAAAATTTCCTTTTTGGAATGTAATTAATAATAAAATGTTGTTAAACTTAAGTGATAATAAGATTCAAGAAATACCAAAAGAAATGATAAATTTAACTAATTTACAATGGTTGCACCTTGATAATAATGGAATAAAAGAAATACCAAAAGAAATAAGCAATTTAATTAATTTAAGAAGATTGTATCTCGAAAATAATGAAATAAAAGAAATACGCGGCCAAGGCTGAGTGTTCGCTGCGCTTACCAAAAGAAATAAGAAATTTAACTAATTTACGATGCTTGAGTCTTAGTAATAACAATATTCAAGAAATACCAAAAGAAATAAGCAATTTAACTAATTTACAATGGTTGCGCCTTAATAATAATGAAATAAAAGAAATACCAAAAGAAATACGCAATTTAACTAATTTAGAAACATCAAATCTTGGTGATGATGAAATACGCCGCCAAGGCTAAGCGTTCGCTACGCTTACCAAAAGAAATATGCAATTTAACTAATTTAAAAGAATTATATCTTAATAATAATAAGATTCAAGAAATACCAAAAGAAATATGCAACATAACTAATTTGCAAATATTGATCCTTAATGATAATAAAATAAAAGAAATACCAAAAGAAATAAGCAATTTAACTAATTTAATAAAATTATATCTTTCTAGTTAGAGAAAGTATATAAAACTATATCAATATTTTTGCCATAATTTTTTTTAAGTGTTCATCTGGTAGATTACCTACAAATCTAATAATTTGTATTTAACAAATAAATTAAAACGATAATATAGTGTGTTCCATTTAATTTGGATTACGTTCCTCTATATAATCTCTAACCACAGATTTAGATATATATACTTTAATTTATCGATGATAGTAAACAATTTATATTTTTTGTCTTTTATTGAAAAAATTATATGTATTTTTAAATTGAATACTTTTAAAATGTATGTTTCAAAAATATCAATTAAATTTTTCATAAAAATTGTAATACAAAAATATTTAGCTCAAAATATATATAATAATTAAAATATAATAAGGCAAAGTTAATGTTATTTATCATAAAAGTTGAATATTTTTAATGTTTGGACTATATATTTTGATTAATTGTAAATGCTTCACATGGACTTAATACCATCAATTTGCGATTATTTGACTGATACTAATTATTATTTTCTAAATAGGGAAATTTATAATATTGTAACTTATTTGGAAAAAGGAATCTATTGGAAACTTAAATATGATAATTATTTTGCTGAAATTAATAAAAATTATTTGATATTGAAAGGAAATTACAATTGGAAAAGAGAATATTTAAGAGTTTTAAAATTTCCCTTTTGGAATAAAATTAATAATGAAAATATATTAAATCTTGATCATAATGAAATAAAAGAAATACCAAAAGAAATATGCAATTTAACTAATTTAAGAGAATTAAATCTTTGTTATAATAAAATTCGAGAAATACCAAAAGAAATATGCAATTTAACTAATTTAAGAGAATTAAATCTTCGTTATAATAAAATTCAAGAAATACCAAAAGAAATAAGTAATTTAATTAATTTACGAGAATTACATCTTAGTAATAATAAGATTCAAGAGATATCAAAAGAAATATGCAAATTAACTAATTTAATAAAATTAAATTTGAATTGTAATAAAGTTCAAAAAATACCAAAAGAGATAAGTATTTTAACTAAATTGCAAATATTGGATTTAAGAAATAATGATATTCGGGGGATACCAAAAAAAATAACCAAATTAATTAATTTAAGAGAATTGTATCTTAGTAGTAATAAGATTCAAGAAATACCAAAAAAAATATGCAATTTCGCTAAATTTGACTTTATGACTGGTTTGAGGATATTGAGTTTATCTGATAATGAAATTCGAAAAATACCAAAAGAAATAAGCAAATTAACTAAGTTGGTAACGTTGGAGTTGAGTCATAATAAAATTCAAAAAATACCAAAAGAAATAAGCAATATGTATTCTTTAACAGAGTTATATTTGAATAATAATGAAATTCAAAAAATACCAGAAGAAATAAGCAATATGGCTAATTTAAAAGATTTTAATATATAAAATGCCTAACTCTAGCCTTCGATTTTTTATTTTTATCAAATTCTTTATTTTATTATTTTGATTTTCCAAATTAATAAAATTGTTTATATAGTTGTTATGAGAAGGCGTAATTAGAGTATCATATCTTTTATTTAAAAAGTATTCTTATAAAAACCTAGTAATAAACCACCTAAACTCATAAAATTATATGTGATATATGTTGCCATGTTTTGAATATGTATATCAAATTGTTAATAAATTCAAAAAAAAAAAATTTGAAATTTTACAATATTTGAAAGTTCCTTACTTTTAAAAAAGTTGAATATACGAAACACTATATACTGCACTAAACTATAAATTAAATTAAACATTCCACACTTTTAAAAAATGGATATCATTGATAATTTATTTTTATCATTGGATCATACATTTGAATTTTTTCAATATTCAAAATACAACGATGTACTTAAACAGTACAATAAAACTTTGCGTGATTTCTTTAAAATAAAACAGGAAATAAATTTTGAGGACACACTTTTTGTTTTCAGTTTTTCTAACTTTGTAAATATGATTTTGTCTTTGATTTTGAACAAAAAATATAAAATCTCTTATTATCCTTTGGATGCTGAACGGACTTCGCGTTCCAGTTATGAGGATTTTGCCGATAGTTTGGATAATTCAACTGATTACGATTATAGCACTGTAATTAAAAAAAGATTCAAATTATTCAAAAAATTATTAGCTAATTTGAAGGAGACAAATGAAATTAAAATCAGGAGTTTGATTCCTATTATTAAGCACATTAGTTTTGGTAATTTAGTATTTTTAGAAAAAAAATGTCCAATACTATTCCATAATATATATAATGTTGTTGATTGTCCGTACACAATTTCATCTGGATATTTATTAGATTCCTTCAAGGCCAACAATTGTAAGGTTGTTTTTCACTTATTAAAAAAAATGAATAAAATCAAGGGTAATAAATTGGGAAAACAAAAAATCATTCTAAATTACCTAATGAATTCAGTTAAGCATTCTGCTATTCCTCAATATTTTGAAAAAATAAAAGACGAATTACTTAGCTTAATTGAACGAGGAATTACTACAAAAAATGATTTTAAACAGTATATGGTATCGCATGGTATAACTTCATTATACGACAATCAAGAATATGCAGAATTTTTCATTCATTTTTTGGATATCGATCATCATCAATTGGATCTTGTTGGAATATGGATTGATTTTAATAATTTAAAATTGAAGATTAATCCTCTCAAAATTGAAAAAGGAATTATTGATGTTAAACGAATTATCCAGTCCTGTTTTACTATTGATAAATTCCAGTTATTGCAATTCATTGACTCAAATAAACTTATTGAAAAATTAGTTCCAAATTTTGGAGGATTTCTATTGTTCGAAAATTTTACTCAAGTTATTAATACTAGAAACATCAATCAAATACAATTATGTTATTTTGACATGTTATTGGATCTATTTGGAAAATTTGTGGTTGAATCTGATCAAGAAATCGCTTGTGGGCTTCTTTCGTTCATTAATAGCGAAATTCAATATATCACTAATGAATTTGCTATTAATCAAAAAAAGTTTCCTTCATCGCTTATGGATATCATTATTCATCAATTGATTAAACTTAACAAGACTACAGTGATAAATTTCCTGCAAAAATCACCTGTGCCAGAATTTGTTGTCTCAATAATTAAAAGCACATTTGATAAATACACGAAAACTCGACTCCACAAAAATCCTATTGAAAATGGATTTGTTGATTTGTTTATTTACTTTCAAAAATATTAACTTTATATGTTACAATATTACATTTTGAGGTGAAAAAAGTTTTTGTTTTATGAGTATATAATTTCAGCTAACATCTTGCTACACATTTGAATTTCTATTGGAGCCATTGGAATAATATACAATTTTTGATTAAATCGTTTATATTCGTAAAAAAATATAGATATTCGATAGATATATTTGATAGTGTATAATATTGTGTACTTTTGGATTGCAATTATTGTTTTAATGCTGACAACAACAATTATATTATTATTTATTTCATAATATTAATTTATTCAAACATCTTTTTATTGGTAATTCATATAAATATTTTTTTAAAATAAACATATCTGTTGTAATTTGTGATTCTTATTATCCATCAATAAAATATATTTATAGTCGTTATTTGTACTTTTATTTATTCAAATATTTGTATTTATATTTTTTGTATTTATTATGATAATTTCCTCCACTCATAATATTTTTTTGTTTTATGAATGAGCCACTAATAAGTTCATCATACGATAATGAATTTGCAGAACGATCATTGGATATTTCATCGCAATGGTATTGTTTATTTTCAAATGTTACTCTTTCTTCATTTAAAATTTTTGGCATATATATATAACGTTTGTCCATTTTGTTTAGAGCAACTAAATTAACATTATTTTTGAATAAATTAATGAATAATATATGTTTTATTTCAAAATTATAATACTTTTCGTTTTTATATTCATCTAATGATCCAAATAATGTTATTTTTTTTGATTGCATGCATTGTTCCAATTTTTTGAAAATATTAATTAAATTCATTTGACTGGATAATTTATTATTCAAACTATCCATAAATATAAATGAAAATTCATTAATACCATTTAGTGTTATGTCATATAATAAAGTCATTAAAAATGAATAATCAATAACATCTTCATTTCTATGAAATAAACAATTAAAATTTGTTTTTAATAAATTTATATGCAAATTGTTACGATAAGCTTCTGATTCAGTTATTTTAAACATTTTGTCTATATATTCAATAAATCTTGAAGTTATATTTAATTTGTCATTATTGTACACTATAAAAGAATCATTTGGATCATTTTCTGTCGATACAAAAGTTTCTAGCCATATAATGGACACTATTTCTTTCTTTATAATATCAAACACAAACTTAGGAATAATTTGTTCAAAGCATTCGCCCGAACCAATGCACAATATTATTGTGTTTGGAATTTGTATTTTTAATAATTTTATTATTTTAGTAATATAATACTCATTTTCATAATATGAATTATAAAATTTATAATTATTTGATATTTTGCACATTCCATTTATAGATGACTCGCTACTGGGAAAAATTATGTTAGGATCTCGATGCATTTTAAGATTGTGTTGAATATCTTCACAGTAATATTTAAGATCTTCTAACACTTTATTTTCATGTCGTTTCTTACGTTCATAGGCATAATCCATACCTTTCACTCTTAAATCTATGACATTCATCATTTAATACTATGATATATATACATATTATTTTTGTATCTTATTTCACAATAATATGATTACACCTTTTTCACTGAAAAATGAGACAGTTATTTAACTATTTTTATTTATAAAATCATTTGCTTGTATGAATAAATAATTAAAATAATTTTTTATACGTTCTTCTTTAATTTTATTTTTAAAAATATATTCTATGGTTTTTTTAATTCTTCATAATTATCAAAACTTTTATTTTCAAAAAAAAAAATTGATAAATAAATACAATTGGAAATTAATACATTGACATTAACATTTCACATGACTATACCAATTGAAATAATCGACTATATTTTTACTTTTTTTGATGTAAAAACTCGCATCAAATACTCATTGTTAAGTTCATCCTACTATAACAATTCGAATATACAAGATTTAACTGATATCGATGAACATTTAATAGACAAATTAAATAACAATATATTAAAACAAAAAAAATTCAACAATTTGAAAAAAATCAGATTAAATCATAATTCAATTAATTATATAAAGCTTGACAATTTTAAATTATCAAAGCTAATTTTGAATCCTCAATTCTCTTCGAAATATAACTATTTTACGAATGATAGAATTAATTCACTTGTACATCATTATATAAATAATAATGGTTACAAATTAATTAATAGTACTCAATATCATTTAAATGAAAATTATAACTTAAAATATTATTCTTTTGTAATTTTAGCAGAAAAAAATTTTAATAGACAACAAATACAATTTATAATAAATAATGATTTAAATTTAAAACAAAAAAAATATGAGGATAATATTTATCCAATGCCTTATAGTGAAAATCATTATCTGTCTTTAGATTATCTATTTAACAGTATTTATCATAGTATGTTTAGTTTACGTCAGCCATCAAATGGCGATATTGAATATGTAAAAATTGAAATATTACCTGAAGTCAACTTATATTCAGTCATATATAAAAAAAATGGATATGATATAACTCTAAACTTTACTCTCACACGAAAGATGAAAAAAAAATATATTGTCTATATTATATTAAATCCTCTAATCATTCAAAATGATATATATTTTAATCCTGTTAAATTTATCAAAATAATAAATTTAAAATTGTATGTCAGTGAAAATTTAATATGTGGTATGTACGATTACGAAATTGATGGTATATATCAACGCGATATTATAGATTTTAATAATGTGTTCCGTCCAATTAATAAGTGGATAGATTTTAGGACTTTAACCTATAATTGTTTCAATGTATACGATTTAAAGATTGTGCATATCAATGAGCAGCAATAAAATTAAATGTTCTTTTCAATTATAGGTACAATCTAAATTTTAACTTGGACAATATATAAAAAAAGTGCGTACTGAACAATATAAATAAATTAAAATTATGCTTTTAAAATTGATGTTCATTTTACTTTATAGTTAATATTACACCTTTTTCACTGAAAGATGGGACACTTAACAGTAAAAAAATATAATTGCACCCATTTGGGCTTAATGACATTTGACGCTTTTATTTTTACCTATTATAATTGATTTGTTATCTTTTATCGTTTCAGGATATTTATAATCTCTCCTAAATTTTTCTGATCGTGTGTTATGTTTTTTTTGTCTAATAATTTTGATTTAAAATATTTATGAACACCATCAAATATATTTTCTTTAATATCCACAACAATTGGATATATTAAATTAGCACAATTTATCGTATCATAATCATCTTTGTATTTTTTGGGATTTTTTAGTACATCATAAACAGATATCCAGCCATCACCCCAATTCCCAGTATCCATATTATAATTAATTGTATCTAATTATATTTTTTAGTTGTTTTTGGTGTTAATATATATTATTCTTATAAAAATCTTATTGAAAAATAATATAATCTATCTTTAAATCCAATGAGATATCTTATTCAGTCAATTTAAGAATCACATTAAAAATAAAAGATAATTATGAAGAATTAAAATAGTTAAATATTTATAAATAAAAATAATTAAATAACTATCCCGATTTCTCAGTGAAAAATATGTAATGATAATAAAAATAATTTAAAAAACTATTCTAAATCATTAAATCCACTTCTGCTTCAATTGAATCTTCATCATTTGTAAGACGATTACTATGACAAAATTTATTTTTTCTTTTGTCCAAATATAAGAGTGATCCATCATCATAATTAGGTAATTCTATAACCCCATCAAGGAATATTATATTTTTACACACTTATACGTGATAATATTTATTGTTTTTTATGTGCTTAATTATTACGTATTTTTATTTAGATTTCCCCCTTTTTAATTATTTAAAGATTCGTTTTTTATTTATTCCATTATGAATTTTACTGATTATATTATTCATTTTGTTGACCTTTTATGTCCTCCTAAAAAGAAACCCTTGTATACTACCCTATATTATCTTAACAATATGATTGATATGTTAAAAAATAGAGTTTCATGGAATTCTTTAATTTTTCACGATAAACCGAAACATCATAATTCTACAATTAGAAAAATGTTCCTTAAATGGTCTAAATTAAATATTTTTCAATTAGCTTACAAAAAAATTTTAGATGATAATTATATTCCAATTTTAGATGAAAGAAATAGAATTAACCTAATTATCGATTCTTCTAAAATTTATAATCGAAATGGTATAGAATTAATAGGCAAAGATTATGAAAATCCTAAAAAGAGAGTTACTAAAATTTCAATTATAACGGATATAAATAAAACGCCATTAAATGTTGAAGTTTTTAGAGGAACAGAACATGATACTAACACAATCATTGGTACATACAATGGTTTACCTAAATATGTGAAAGGATCTACAATTAATTTAATTGTAGATAAAGGATACAAATTAAAAGAAATCAGGAAAAAGAAATTATATAAAAGAAAAATATTATTATGTGTACCTAGAAGGAAGAATGAAAAGAAGCGAAATCTAGATAGTTATAAAAAGGAATTATTAGAAACGAGATATAAAATTGAGCATTCAATAGAACAATTAAAAAAATATAATAGAATATGTATAAGAAGAGATAAATTAATAACGACTTATAAATCGTTTATATTTATGGGATTAATAATAAATGCAAAAAATTATTTCTAAAATTTTCTGGATTTTGGAAGTAGACTATTCATTAAATGGCTTTAAAATACTTAAAAATTTGAGTATATAATTTAAGTTAAACATTAAAAAGTAAGATTAAATAAAAAGATCATTAAAAGAGAAAAAAATATGAAAAAAATAATAAAAAAAGAAAAAATAAAAATAAACTAATATAGACCTATACACGTGATAATTTTATAAATTCCTTGATGGGATTAAGATAATTTATTGTTGAAATTTTGTGCAGTTTCCAAAATTATGAACTAATCATAATTTTCGAAGGCAATATTAGTTTTAACAGTCATTATCTCAATAAAATATGCTCTTAAAGTGTTCCGAATGACTAGACTATCATATTTTTGGGAATATGTCATTTTATTTATTTTTCTGTAAATATTTTGTAAATGTTAGTATATGAACAGTATTATCGTTAACTTTCCTACAATTAATATTAATATTAATAAAAATGCGTATAGTTTCAAACCAATTGAAATTTTTAACATTTTAGAAAATGAAACGGGCAGTGTACATCCAGTCGCTTTATACGAGTTAAATTTGGGAAATATTAAATGTACTATACCATATTATTTGAGTGACGGCCAAACTAACGGAATAAGAGGAGATTTTCTATTTCCATTTATGTGTTATCAAAATAAGAACAGTGCAGATTGTCCTAGATTAATTGATAACATAGAGGGAACCAGTTCTATGTTGATTAAATACGCATATTGCCGAAATATTGATTTTGAGTCTAAAAATAAACAACTGATTTACTCGTCACAAATAGATCCCGAAACACAAGTTTATTATGATCAAGTCACAAGTGTTGGTCTTGGTTCATTTTTGACACGTATAGAGAATTTATTGGATCTTATGATTTTTTTTATGGGTAATATTAAAATTGATGATGATAAAGCCATAAATGATGAAATACAATTTATACCATATTTTAAAGAATTCGATACAATTCCCAATAACAGCGGAGATAATTTAGAAAAATTTACAAAAATATATTCAAATCCAATGTATTGCTTAGATCAAGATTATGTTTATCATTTACGTTGGATTATCAATTATTGGAATCCCCTGGAAAAAATTACCAATAAACGTGAAAAGATGGAAAGAACAAATTATGTTGTACAGAGATTGGATTGGAGAATGCTCGGACGTGCCAGTGAGTACAGAAAGGCAATCTTAAAATTTTTAGCAGAATTAAAGAAAGATATTAAAAATTTGTTTGGTAATACACTTGATATACAAAATAATATTGTAGATATTCGTAAACTACCATATATTTCTGTTTTTGATTTTAACAAAAAAATAAAAATTTGCTTAAATAACGAATTAAATACAAATATGGAAACCAATTATGAATTATACAAAACAATATCAGATAGTTTGTACAATGATGTTAAACAATTAGTTGATAGTAAATCAGATGGATTATTCAAGTCATTAATGATAGATCAAGTCTGTAAATACAACAATCTTGAAGACACTCTCACCAAAAATTGGAAGTCACAATGTGAGGAACCAATAAGAAAAACAACGAGAAATAGCGATGAGCTGATTACAATGGCAAAAAAACAAAGAGGAGGATATTACGATAAATACATGAAATACAAGCAAAAATATTTGAATGCTAAAAAATAATTATATCCAACCATATAATATATATGAAAATAATCATTGTAGTTTTAATTGTAGTTTTAATTTGTGTTATTTTGTACGGTTGGATATATGCGGATGAACACTTCACTCAGACAAATTCTGTGGACAGTTTAACTCTACAAGAACAAATCAAAAATGAATGTCAAGTTGATACATATAATTTGGCAAATATGATGAATAGATTAAATGAGTTAATGAGAGAAAACAATGGAAATATGGAGTTCTTATTGACAGATGAAGCCCATAATTTGATAAACAATTTAAGCGAAACTATTACTAAATACAATACACAACAAATAAAATGTGTTATGGAAAAAATTAATTATAATCATTGTTCTAATAGTGCTAATATGGATATAAGTCAATTAAATTTAATATTAGCTCTAATAGATAAATATAGACCAAATTTAAAAAGTCTTTATACTTGGTTAATGAGTAATTATATAAAGTTGGAAGAAATTTGTGGAAATTCAAATAAAATAGAAAAAGTAAGAGATATTATATCTAAAATAAGTGGCATATTTAACTAACAGAAATGTTGAAACCACTTTTGATTTTTTTCATCATATTGTTCTGACAAATTTTTACGTTCAGAAGTAGGATAAATAGGAGTTTGTTTTATTTCAGATTTTTTGTTTTTTTGGTCATTATTATCGATTGATTGATAATAAGATTTAATTTGTTCACGTTGTTTGAGTGATTGGAATTCCATTTGATATGATTAATTATAATTAGTATATATTAAGTAGTTATTTTATCAATTTTTTTTGAAAAATTATCTTTGTTCAAATAGAAGTGAGGAGCGATATATTTATTTATTCCTTTGGCCAAAGATTTGTTCTTTATACCACAATTAATTTCTCCAATTGCCAACATATCATTAACTGCCTTATTGTGTTGTGGTGGTTTCATATTATCGATATTTTTACCAACAGTATTTATGTAATCCATTCCGATTTTTTGAATATAATCAAGTAATGGTTCTATAATATAATTACTTACTTTAATTCCCTTTTTATCCATAATCCATTTGGCCTTATCATCAGACAGAGATGATTTGAGAGGAGTATTATTTGCATCATTATTTACAGAATCTTTGTGTTTTACTAATTCTCTAATAAAATAATTTAATCTTTCTGTGTCTGAACTCCATAAGGCCTGTAATTCTGGATCATTCTTTTTATATTGTTTAACAATAAAATCTCCAATGAATTTATCAAATGTTCCTTTGTTATGATAATGTATCAGTTCTTTAATGAGAGTCTCAGTATCTTTTGACAACATTGAATAATCTGGTAGTTGTTTTAACAGAGGAGCATTATCGTAGTTCAATAACAAGAAAGTCATTGTATTTACAGATTTCTGTAACATTCCGCCGGCAGCATTTATGAGTTGTTTATGGAAATCGTTTTCATTTTCAAGAAGATTGCATTTGCTTTCTAAAATATTGTATTTACTCTGTAGGTTGGATTTCTCTATCTCATATGAATTTAACTTTTCTTCTAGTAATTTTAATTTGTTTTGGTATTGATTCTCTTTGATTTTCTCTTCAAATTCTTTTTCGATTGATTTTATATTCTTAATATTACAGTTTTTTAGATGTCGGGATAAATTGCAGGATTTCGAAAAATAAATTTCGCAATTTGGACACTTATAACTTTTGGTATTTATTTTGTCATTAGGTAGAGAATTCGAATTATTATTTATATGGAGTCTATGAGAGTCTTTCGAGAGTCCTTCGGGAGTCAGTAAGGAGTCAGGACTAGTACTTTTCATTACCTTATTACTTTTTTCTACATGTTTTTTGGATTTTTTATGTTTATTAAAATTGGCTTGGTCATTAGTGGAATAATTGCATAGAGAACATACGAATTTCATTAATATTATTTATCTATATTATTTTTTAAATATTTCTGGTACTTTTTTTGGTAAATTTTATAGTACTTTATATTTAGTACTTCTGGTAATTATTCTAGCTTATTACTTTTTTACTAGTAATTTTGGTATATTTCGTAGGCATATATACTTTACTGTAAAATACTGTTTTTTTGGATTATTTTATAAATTTCTATCTAGCTTATTACTTTTCGTTTCCGATTTAGGACACTTATCTACTTTCTATTATTACATATTTTATTGATAAATTTTAATAGTCAAAAATATGATTTATCTAGCTTATTACTTTTTAATTACAATTTATGTTGAACATAGAAAGTTTTTAAAAAATCCTGGTAATATATTTTTCCACTCACAAGAATGTTGTGCGGAAATTTTAATAAAAACTAATATTTTGTAAATTTTATCTAATTTCAGTTAAATTTTCCAATAAATGGTGATAAATTTAATTGTTCCCTTATTACTGGTAAATTTATTAGGGAACAAGCTAGATTACTAATATTAATAGTACAATTTAGTTTATCCACAATAATCAACTATTAAATAGGGTGAATAAAAAGTGCAACAGGAAGAGTGTTTCAATTAGATAGAATTATTAAAAGTGCAACAGGAAGAGTGTTCCAATTTAACCAAAACAATTAAAGTGTAACAGGAAGAGTGTTTCAATTAGATAGAATTATTAAAAGTGCTACAGGAAGAGTGTTTCAATTTAACCAAAACAATAAAAAGTGCAACAGGAAGAATGTTTCAATTTAACGGGAAAATAAAAAGTGCAACAGGAAGAGTGTTTCAATTTAACGGGAAAATAAAAAGTGCAACAGGAAGAGTGTTTCAATTTAATGGTTTTGTTAAAAGTGCTACAGGAAGAGTGTTCCAATTTAACCAAAACAATAAAAGTGCTACAGGAAGAGTGTTTCAATTAGATAGAATTATTAAAAGTGCTACAGGAAGAGTGTTCCAATTTAACCAAAACAATTAAAGTGTAACAGGAAGAGTGTTCCATTTTTTACGAAAACAATTAAAGTGTAACAGGAAGAGTGTTTCAATTAGATAGAATTATTAAAAGTGCTACAGGAAGAGTGTTCCAATTTAACCAAAACAATTAAAGTGTAACAGGAAGAATGTTCCATTTTTACGAAAACAATAAAAGTGCAACAGGAAGAGTGTTCCATTTTTACGAAAACAATAAAAGTGCAACAGGAAGAGTGTTCCATTTTTACGAAAACAATTAAAGTGTAACAGGAAGAGTGTTTCAATTAGATAGAATTATTAAAAGTGCTACAGGAAGAGTGTTCCAATTTAACCAAAACAATTAAAGTGTAACAGGAAGAATGTTCCATTTTTACGAAAACAATAAAAAGTGCAACAGGAAGAGTGTTTCAATTTAACGGGAAAATAAAAAGTGCAACAAGAAGATTGTTCCATTTTAATCAAAACAATAAAAAATGCATCGTGTTTTTCGATTAAGCAGTACATTATTAAAAGTCTGAAAGTAATTAGCCTGCATAATAGTTATAATATGTAATTAATGCAAAAATAGTACCGATTAATGGTTAAAATAAGTAATCGGACAACGCATAAAAATATTGAAAATAATTTCATCTGAACAAAGTATTAAATGAAGTTAATTCAATATTTAGAATGTTCAGACAAGCAAGAAAATTGAATAAAAATAATATCAATAATATTATTAAAAGAGATTTTTTCAGAATTGTCTCTCAAGGAACAGAGGCTTATAGATTATTTTTGGGTAAGAATCCAAAGAAATTAGAACCAGGTATTCACATATCAGTTCCATTAATTCATAGAGTGTTGAAAGTCGATATGAGAGAAGGCAGTTATAATATTAGTAAATTAAACGCTTATACGAAAGACAATGTTTCAGTATTAATAAGTGGTTCATTATTTTACCAAGTATTGAACTCGTATGATGCATGCTTTAAAGTGCAAGATTACGGTGGTAATATAACTAATTTAGGTACATCAGCAATGAGAAGTGTTGTAGGTTTATTTCAATATGATGAAATTATCGCAGATAGACACAAAATAAACACTCAACTGTCAGAAATGATAGGTAAATCAAGTATGCCTTGGGGTATTGTATGTACAAAGTTTGAGATTCAATCATTTGTTCCAGCTAACAAGGAAGTAGAGCATCAATTAGAAAAACAATTAGAAGCGGAAAGAAATAGAAGAAAACAGGTATTAGACACAGAAGCAAATGTAAATGTTGCAGAAGGAGAAAAGAGAAGAATGATTTTACAGTCAGAAGGTATGTTAATCGCAGCAAAAAATGAAGCAGAAGCAACTCTGTTGAAAACACAAAAAGAGGCAGAAGGAAAGAAGTTTTTAATGGATCAAGAAACTGTTGCAATGGAGAAACAAATCAATACGATCAAGAATAGTTTAGGATCATCGGAATTAGCAGTGAAATATTTGGTAGAACAACAAAAGTTTAAACATTTGAGTGCAATGGCGAATGGTCCAAACAATAATACATATTTTGTACCAGAAGGGAACAATTTAATTTCCAATATTAAATTATTTGGAGATAGTGTCAATCATAAAGATTAGATGCAAAAATTGAAAATAAAACTTTATATATTTGAAGATGTTATAAATATTATAATTATGGGATTAACGATGAATAAGTTGGTTATTATTGATTTTAATTTATCCAAAAGCGAAGAGAAAGATTGTATATTTACTTCAGTGACATCAATTGATTTGACAAAAGATAAATCATTAGACAGAGCGAATATGGTTCTTCCATACGAAAAATTATTAGAACAATCAAAATGGAGTGCAAATGATACAATATTAAGAATTATATCAGTTCCAACAATGGAGGATCCGAAGGGTTATATTCACAACAATGACAAATACAATGTGGTAATTGATTATGACAATAATGATAACGAATATGTTTCGATATATAAAGTTACTACAATTAACAAGAAAACAAATGAACTAAAATATTATGAGAGAGACATCATTATTAATTTGGATGATGATAACGATGAAGAAGAAGATATATATTTTTCAAACAATTACGAAACTTCGAATCCCACAAATTACCATTTGGCAGAAGAGTTATCGAAATATTTTGACGATTATCATAAAACTGTATATGAAGAAGAGTCAGAAGAGTCGGAAGAATAAAAAAAATGAAAATTTAATTATTTGCCAAAAGAGAATCAAAATAATGAATATATATGGGATTTATAGAGGATGTTAAAAATTTAAAAGTATTTACATTGGATCATATAAAAGACAAAGATTTGGTGATCAAAATGTTAAAATACGAGGACAGTATATATTTAGGAGAAAAAGGCAAAGAAATATACGAAAATGAGATGTATAGACCGAGAATATCATTGGATCCAGAATATGCAATAAATCGAATGGTATTATTAAATTTTGGATTTGATACAAGTGATGAGAGTACAGAAAATTATAGAAAAATATTTTCACATTATTACAAGTCAGCATTAGATTATGATAAAGATGTATTATCATCAGTGACTTATATGAGGAATAATAAATGCGTGTACTATACAAAACCAGTATTAGAAATTGGAGACCAAATTCCAAACTGCAGAATATATAAATTAGATGGGATAATTGAAACGAGTTTATTCGACGAACTGGGTAATGATTTTAATTTTGCATTTGTAGGAGCTTTTTCGAATTCCTGACCTCCATTTTTAGCGAGAAAGCATCATTTGTTTGGGCTTTCTGAGAAAATGAGAGAGAAAAAGATTAAATTTATATTGATTCAGATAGATGAGGCCCACAGTACAGCTTGGCCGATTGGATTAAAGAATGCTCCAGAACCCCAGAAATCGTTTGAAGAAAGAATTTATAGAGCAAATGAATTTGTAAATAATGACAATCCACCATTTCCCGTGTATGTTGATGGTTGGGACAATATATTTGCAGAGACATTTAGAGCATGGCCAGATAAATATTATTGCATAAATAACAAATATGAAATAATAGGAAAGTCAAAATATGGTAATCAAGGGGATAATGATGCTTTAATTGTTGAGGATTGTACAGTATTAATAAACAAATTATTAGAACAATAATACGACTGCGTGAAATAACAAAAATAAAAGCAATATGACTGATATTTAGTAAAAACCGTTTTAAATGGTCATGAATATCATGATACTTTTTAAATTTTTGTTTATACCGTGCGTTATTGTTACAATAAAAAAATATAAGTCTATATAAATGAAAAACTTTGAGGATATAATAAAGAAAGGTAAATATTATTATCCAGCAAACAGCCATTATATGAATGATACAAAGGTAATATGTGATAGATGTTTTAAGAATGACATAACGTCATCAATAGGTTATGATCAACTCGATTTATGTTTACAGTGCGCAGAAATAGTTTCTAATCAAATGAAGAACCGTGAACTATTTGTTCAATCCACCAAACAAAAGCAAAAACTAGAAACTTTAACTTTCATGGAAAGAAGCCTGTTTAATCCAGAGGTAAGCCATAGACCATTAATGACGGGTGGTCAAGTATTAACAAAAACAAACATGGAGCAAGCAATGTTTAAGCCAAAGACTTATATGGAACAAGGTATGTTTCGACCAAAGACAAAAATGATGCAAGACATGTACAATTATTAATGTTTTTATTCAAAGTTTTTAGGAAAATGTTCAAATACAGAGCATTGTACAAGATTAGGAGGATATAAATTTTTTTCGAACTCTCTCTGATCATTCGTATCAGTAAATTTTTTCAGATGTTTGTTTAATTCTTCTAAATCAGTTTTTAAGGAATATGAAACATGAGTAATGTTGAAATCATATTTTGTCATTAAATGTTGTATGTAATTTATAGAATGTGAGCATCCGGTATAAATAATGGCATGTTGAATATAATCCTTATCTAAAAATCTTCTTAAAAAATAGATGTCTGTCAACATAGCAAACATAGTAAGAATGACGTAATCCATTTTATCTAGTAAAATAGTAATATCTTTGATGGGTGCAACATAGGTTGTTGTTGGATTATCCCAAAAATAAGATTTGTAAAATTTATCATATCTCAAAACACCTGATTGGATATAAGCATTTGAATTTTTTTCTAATACTTGAATCATTTCAGAAGATATTTCTTGAATTCTATCAAACGAATTTTTGATAAAATCGAATATATCTTGTAAATTATTGCGTATTTCTTTATTTTTGAATTTTTCTCTTATTTTATAAATAAATTTAGGCACTTCTTTTATTTCTTGTTTGACATTAGTATTATCAATTTCTTTATCTTTATTGAGTCTTTTTAAATTTTTTTCTGTTTTACTCTTTATTTCGTCAAAATTACCAAATATGACATCTTTCCAATAGTTGAGTTCTTGGGTAAGATTCGAGAGATAAAACTTTAAATCATTGACATCATCAACGTTATAATTATTATTTTGATTCATATGATGCACAATATTTTTAATATTATTAAAATAGAGATATGTCGTGTCATTGATGTAATCTCGGATGTCGATGAAATGATATCTGACTTTGCCGTTTTTGCTATTATATTGTGAATTAAAGAAATTTAATACTTCTCTAATATATATATCTTTATGTATTATTTGTCGTTTACTATCTATCCAACTTTGTTGCATTTCAAACATAAAATCTATTGGAAAAGTGGCTTTATTTAAATTAGTAGCCAAGAATTGTACGATATCTTGACTGGTAAAACTAGGACATTTAGTTTGTTGATAAATATTAATATGATAATCCATAAAAAAATATCCAACTTTCTTGACACCATTAATGTGACCTTCCAATCGAACAATGTTTATAGGACCATTTATTAATTTATTTGTTTCGGAAGACATGTAGTATATATATAATTTATATAAATAATATGACATAATGTTTTTCTGGTGTGTGTCTGAAAAATAAAATAATATAGACAGTAAAATATATATTAAATGAACAATAGATATTTGTATAAACCAATAAACGAACTTCAGCAAGAATATAAAGCACAAACTAATGAAAAAAAAAGAGAGATAATACAAAAGATAATAGAAAACAGAATAAAATTGGAAAGAATAGAAAATGACCATAAAAGAAAAATAGGAGAAAGATTACAAAATCGTCAACAACAAAACAATAATGAAAATGAAACAAATAAAATATTAGAAAATCTATTAGAAGAAGATTATGAAGAAATTGATGTAAGATCGAATGGGTCAGAGTCAATTGATTCAAAATTTAAGAAAGAATTGGATAAAGATTTTAAAAATAATAAATTGATGGAAAGACTAAACTGTGAGTTGGATTTTAGAAATATGGAAAAACCAAAAAAAGAGTTGGAGAAACCGTATTTATCAGGCCAAAACTTATATGGATCTTATAACAGTGCTGATCAAGTGGCATCAATAAATGACAAACATGCATTTGGTTTAAATGCAAGGGATTTTACATCATTGGGTATATTAAAAAAATAAATTATTGAAAAATAAATGCATATAAATATATAATTATAATAAATTTATATAATGATAACTGAAAAAGCAATAAGGAAACTGGATTTTGATGATATAGCAGAAAAAATACTTAATTCATATGAGTTAGTAATTAAAAACGAAAGATATAGAATATGTGAGATAGAATTTTATTGTAGATGTGCGGAACATGATGATAGATATACACATTGTTCAAAAGATCAGCAAGAATATGAGAAATTTTATTTTCACAAATATGCGACAGGCACATACAAATCGGGAACTTATAAGGGAATGGATATAACGTTCGGAAACAAAAATATGTATTATGGTATATTAATAAGATCAATATACAATATTAGCAAAAATGAATTTATAGAAGGACCATGTAGAACAGTTAATAAAGTATTAGAACTAAATGGTTGCCAAGAAGTGAAAGAATTATTAAGACCAAATGAGATACTATCAATATATGGTGATGATAGAGTAAGAATAGAATGTAACAGAGACATGGAATTTAAAAATATATACAAAGGGTCAAGAATAGGATTATCGGATAAGTATCCAGATTATAGAGATAGAAGATACAGATATGTTATATACAAGAACCGAATAAAAAAAGAAAGAAATAAATTAGAACTAATGATTTAGAATATTACCCTTAATCACATATCTGTGGTAAGGGGCTAATCCAGAAGTTTCGGAAGGTCTAGTAATTTTAAATATTTGTCCCACTTTTGCATTATAATACCTAGCGATAGGATCAGTAACAAACATTTTGGGCATTTCTCTTTTTTTAACTAAATATTCATCTAAAACTTTTTTAGTATCTTCATCAGAAAGTAGTTCATGATGAGGAACAGATATATGTTTTACTTTATCGATCATCAAATCTTTTTCTAAGAAAACTTCAGAAAAAGGATAATCATTTCTAATAGTATCATTCGCAGTAGTGGTTATTGATGTAACGACTAATATTTTTGGATGATTTTTGTGGATAGTAATAAATTCTCCAATATTAGAGGATTTACTGACACCAGTCACTTTTTGGGATAATAGTTTAACATACATATTTTTGGTAGAATCAGAATTTGGATAATAAATTTCTGGATAATCTAATTTGATAGTGTAGACTAAATCATCAGAATCGATTGACTGTATTTTTTTAATATTGTCATCAAGATTTTTTTCGTCAAGTAATTTTCTATTAGTGAGCATTCTTATAACATTTTCAAGAACAATTTTTCTTTTTTTTTCAGATGTGAATTCTAATGGCAATAATTGTGGAATAACGGACATTATACATATACATATATATAATATTTTTAAATATGTTGTTTAATCATCAATTTTTTTTATTCTCCAATTCGTTCTTTTCTTGGTCTAATAATTTTGTAATTAGACAATTCAGAAATAGAAGAAACAGTATCATTATCCTGAGTATTAGGGAAGAAAATAGATTTTGAGAAATTTTCAGTATCATTGGGATTTGTGGAAATGATATTATTATCATCAAAACCCAACCTAACCAAATCCATTTTTAGTGATTCATCCACAGAATTGAATTTGTATCCCCTCATAAAATCCACTATAATTTTTATATTTTCAGGTTTGATATCAACGTATAACGTATTGCCATCTCTATAAACAAAATCAGAAGATTCATTATTGTTTATGATTTTAAAGAAGACGGAATTTGGAAATTTGTTCAATGTCTTATTATTAATAATAAATAATGAATCATCTGATCTAATTCTAACAATTTCAGAATTACTAGTCATATATAAGTAATATTTTAAAAAAAAATTGATAAATTTACATATTATATAATCCAAAGGTAAAATAACCAATCATATATATATATATATTATGTCAACTAAAAATTATGAATACATTGATGAAGGAGCAGATGGTATAATTTATTGGGTTGGCAACAGTAAAGAATTCTATATAAAAAAAAAGATGTTTTATTTGGGGGAAGTGGATATAACGCCATCAATAATAAATGAGTTAGTTATATTAAACAAAAAGAATTACACAAATATAACAAAGATGCGAGGATGCAGTCTGACTACATCAGAAAAAGGTAGTGAGTTTAACATAAATATGCCTTATTGCGGAGAAACACTTTTAAGTTTTTTATTAAAAAAAGAAATTAATAAAAATCAAATTAATCAGATAATATATCAAATATCAAAAGCAGTTTATGATCTTCACAGAAATAATTATGTTCATGGTGATTTAAGTTTGAAAAATATTTTGGTGTTAGAAAGAAATGGAAATATAAAAGTAACATTAATAGACTTTTCGTCAACAACAAAAAAGCAGAGATACTATAATTCTGAATATCGTCCAACAGCATACATATGTCCCTTGGAGTTATTAGATAAAACAGAAAATAAATTTTCAAAAACAGATTCGAGATCAATTGATATATTTTCGCTTGGTTGTATATTTTATTTTTTATTAACAAAATATCTATTATTTGAAGGAATAGATGCAGAATCACAACACAACGATATAATGAAAAAGATGGAGTCAAATAACATAGCCTCATTATTTGAGGCAACAGATAATGACGATTTAATGAAAGATATTAAGTCAATGATACAATTAAATCCTTCGAAAAGACCAAAAATGTCAACAATATTTGAAAAAGTAAAAGAGTATACTAAATATAAAAAAACAGAAACCAAAAAGAAATATACAGATGTTAAAATACAAAAAAATACAATAGAGATAGATGACAAAATTAGTTTAGTAGTTATAGTATTAGAATATTGTATGATAAATAATATATCATATGAAACAATATTTTTGACAATAAATAATTTGGCAAAAATAAAGAAATACAATTATTATACAGCAATAGTATTATTTTGGATATCAGTCAATATAGTAGAAAATAAATGTATATCAGCAACAGAAATAATGTTATTAGTAAAAAAGAGAATACCTAAATTTGAAAAAAGTAATAAGGAATTAATAAATTTCAAAATAAAATTAATAAAGAAATTGGGTTATAAAATAGATGAGCCAACAATTTATGAGTATGTTTACAAATATGATACGAATCATCGTAAGAATATTATAAAAGAGGGATTATATGTGATAGTATTTACGGATAAAGTAAATTTTAATAAAACAGAAGTAAAAAAACTGAGTATCAAATCTGTCAAAAAATATGATGAAATAGATAGTTACGAAAATGTGAAAAATTTAATAGAATTAGCTTTCGAGAAGAGTAGTTTTTAATGGTTTAAAAAAAGTTGAATAAAAATTTGATAAACATTGAATAAAATATAAAATAAAAACAACAATGAAAAAAACTCTTGTTTTATTAGAAAGTCCAGCTAAAATAAAAAAAATGAAATCAATATTAGGAGACAAATATGAGGTCATGGCGTCGGTAGGTCACATCATGGATTTGAAATCAAATTGTTTATCAATAGATGTAAAAAACAATTTTAAACCAGAATATGTGGTGGATACAAAAAGTAATGGTAATTTTAAATCAAAAGCACAGATAGTTAAAGAATTACAAGCAGCAGCAAAAAAATCATGTGATGTATTGTTGGCAACTGATGAGGATAGAGAAGGAGAGATGATTGCATGGTGTTTAGCAGAAGTATTAAAATTAAAAGATCCAAAAAGAATAACATTTAATTCAATAACAAAAAAAGATGTGATGAATGCAGTTCAAAATCCAAGAAAAATAGATAACGATCTAGTTGATGCTCAGAAGGCAAGAAGAATATTAGATAGAATAGTTGGTTTTGAATTATCAGGGATATTGTGGGGAGCCATGAGTAGTAATTCTTTTAGTGGGGACAAAAATTCTTCATTATCTGCGGGTCGAGTTCAGTCTGTTGTTGTAAAAATAATAGTAGATAAGGAAAAGGAGATAGAAGATTTTTTTAAAACAGATGCTCTAACTTTTTTTAAATTTAGTGGATTATTTAACTCTAATTTAAAAGCGGTGTTATATAAACAAAGAGTAAAAGAAGAACAAGAAAACGATGACGATGAACAATTAGAAGAAGAATTGGAAGAACAAGAAGAAGATGAAGTAGAAGAAGAAGAAGAAGAATTAGAAGAAGAACAAGAGGAACAATTAGAAGAAGAAGAATACAATAGCACTAGAGCGAAAGGAGATATTGTAAAGGTAAATACTGAAAAGGAAGCTAGAGAGATTATGAAAAAAATAACAGAATCTAAATTCAAAGTAAAAGATATAACAGAAAGAGAAAGCAAAAGAAATCCTAGTGCACCGTTTATAACATCAACTCTCCAACAAGAAGCAGCGACAAAGTTAGGATTTTCAGTGCAAAAGACGATGAGAGCAGCACAAAATTTATATGAGGCAGGTCATATAACTTACATGAGAACAGATTCAGTGAGTTTATCAGAAGAAGCGATGAACAATATTAAAAAATACATTATAGAAAATTATGGTAAAGAATATCACCGACAGATGAATTATAAATCCAAATCAAAAAATAGTCAAGAAGCACATGAAGCAATAAGACCAACAGAAATTGATACGGAAGAAGTGGAAGAAAAAGACAAAATAGGAGTTGATGAGGTGAGATTATACGATTTGATATGGAAAAGAACAGTGGCATCTCAAATGAGTCCAGCAATCGTAAATGTTGTTGATATAATAATAGAAATAAGTAAATTAATAAACTATTATTTTTTAGGAAGAACAGAAAGAGTAGTATTTATGGGATATTTAAAAGTGTATAATATGAGAGACATAGAAAATGAAGAAGAAGAAGAGATTAAAATAAAAGTTCCGAAAAAAGGAGAACTATTGAAAGTGAACAATGTAACATGTCAACAAGATTACGAAAAACCGGATTTGAGATATAATGAAGCATCATTGGTGAAAAAATTGGATAAATTAGGTATAGGTAGACCATCTACATATGCATCGAATATAACAACAATACAAAAGAGGGGTTATGTTGAGGTAAAAAAAATAGATGGTGTTAAAAAAACAGTTTTAAGTTTGATGTGGTCAGGAGAGGGTAAGAATATAAAAGAAAACAAAAAGGAAACATTATTGGGAAAAGAAAATAATAAATTAGTTCCGACAGAGAAAGGAATAAAAGTAAATGAATTCTTAGAGAAGAATTTTTCAAAAATATTGGATTATAAATTTACATCAAATATGGAGGAAGAATTAGATGTGATAGCAGAAGGAAAAAAGAAATGGTATAAAGTATTAGAAGAATTTTACAAAGAATTTCATCCAATAGTGGAAAAATTAAAAACAGCATCAGTTCCAAGAAATGATGAAAATTTGAGAATTTTAGGGAAAGATCCAAAAACAAATGAAGAAATAGGGGTTACAATAAAAAAATATGGACCAGTTGCAGTAAGAAAAATAAACGACAAGAAACCAGAATATGTGTCAATAAAACCACCATTAAAACCAGAAACAATAACATTAAAAGAAGCATTAAAGCTATTTGAATATCCAAAAAAACTGGGAATATTGGGGAAAGAATCAGTGATGTTAAACAATGGAATGTATGGATTATATATAACTTGTGGAGATACTAAAATAAATTTATCAAAGAATGAAGAATATAAAAATAAGACGGATTTAACATTTGAAGAAGCCAAAAAATTAGTAGAGGATGATAAAAAAACTTATATATGGAAAGGATCGGATGAAAAAGCGCAATATGTGATAATGAATGGACCATATGGTCATTATATAAAAACATTAGATAAATCAGGAAAGAAACAGCCGTTTGTGTCTTTGCCGAAGGATGTTGAAATAGAAAAAATAAATTTAGACATAATAAGAAATATTATATCAAAAAGTAAAAAATTAAAAAAAACAGCAACTAAAACGACAACAAAATCAGCAACTAAACCGACGACAAAACCAACAACTAAATCAGCGGCTAAAGCAGCAACTAAAGCCACAAATAAAAAAATAATAGTGAAAGGTAAAAAGATTTAATTAACAATTTTTAGTTCATTTATTTTCCACTCTTCTACTTTACCGTCAGGACGTTCACGATGTATTTTATATGGTATAACTTTCATTTCCAACTCGAGACGAGCAATATCTTTGGGGTGTATATTGTCAGTATTTTTAAGCATAGGTTTTGCTCCCAACATTAATTGTTTAGATCTTTCGGCCAAAATTCTGACTCTTTCATATTTAGTCATTACATTGCCAGTGATTCTGTCATTACCTTGAACAAATTTGGAAACTTGATCAGCCACAGTTTCATCATCATCGAAAACTTCTTCATCGAATTCTTCGTCAGAATCATAATCTTTAATCTTTTTCTTGGTAAGATTGTAAAGACAACCTTCATCATCTGCGGCACCATCAACATCATCATTGGGGCCATCATCAGGACCATCTTCAGCGACATCTGCTTCATTATCTTCATCAGGCGAATTATAATCTTCATCAGGGGGATTATCATCGAGGTTATCATCTTCTTTTTCGTTAACGTCAGAATGTTCGTTATCTTCAGATTGTTCATTATCTTCATATTCATCTTCAAGTTCTTCATTATAATCTGTGTCAGTATTACCGTCTTCATCAAGTTCGGTACCATGATCCTTTTTAGAAAATTTGTTATTAATTTTGTTTTTAATTTTATCTTTCATAGAAGCAAGAATATCGTCATTATTATTTTTGTTTATATTTTTGGGTGGCATATATTATAATATCTATAGATATCTTTATATAAAAAATATGTATATATATAATAAAAAAATCAAATTTTATCAGGACGTCCAGGATTGTTCACAAGCAGTACATACATATCTTACTCTGAATGATCCAGTAACTCTATAAAATCTGGCAGCTCTCAATGAAAAGTCTGTATGTGATTGACAATTTTTATTAGGACAAATATAATGTCTAGTTAGAGGAATACATTTTACATGAGCCATTTCCTTGAATTTATTTGTATCCTCAAATTCAATTTCATTATTTTCACCATATAATTTTCTGGCAATAAGAGTATTTGGTTTAATGGGCTCATGATTACCGCAATTTTTACAGATGAAAAATGCATTTGATGAAGCAGGAGAAGATTTTGGTTCATTATTTTCATTATTTAAAAGATCATTTAATTTATTGTGTACGAGTTCTTTTGATTTTGCCTGTAATTTTTTGTAAGATGGAGACTTTGTCACAGAGTCGATAGTAACGCCTTTCAAATCATTTTTATTGACAGTTTCATTGGAAAGAATTTTATTAACCAGAACATTTATTACATCAGTATCAGTAGTAATAGAGCTTACAGTTTCAGGTGTATCAGAAACCTGTCCACCTGTCATATTAGGAATATTTGGCAAGTTTTTGGTTATATCATAAATATTATTACAATTAGGACAATAAAACATTTTATAATAATAGTAAGATAGATTTTATTTTGATTTATTATTTTTCAATTTTTTCGGAAAAAGGTTAAAAAAATTGAAAAATAATAAATCAAAAATAAAATCCTATAAATAATTATACTTAAAATTATGAATCCTTTCAATAACAATAGTATGGACAATTATTTGAAAAATCGTCAAGAATTTGACAAATATTTTGCCAAGTTTAAGTTAAAGAAAGGTGAGAAGAAGATGATAACACACACATGTCTCGGAATGCCATTCGGAAGCTATCATATACCAGATGATAAATATGATAAATTCATAATGTTATACAAGAAAATCGCAGGTAAATGTAATAATTTACATATTATTGAAAGACATGATGGTAGAACCGTTGGACCATTTATAGTAGATATTGATTATTGGGTGGATGATAGTCAAAGAGGAAGAAAATATAGACTAGAACACATTGAGAAATTAATAGAAATTACAAATGATGTATTGAGAACATATTTCAAAGTAACGGATGAAAATTTAGAAGCATTAGTAATGGAAAAAGAGAAACCCACATATAATGAAAAGGATAAAAAGTATAAAGATGGTTTTCATTTGTTGTATCCGATAGGATTAAGCGTGAGACATAGATTTTTTGTTTCCGATCAGATAAAGAAAAAAGCAATTAGTGTGAAACTATTTGATGATATACCGTTTACAAATAGTAAAGGATATGATGAAATATTTGACACAAGTGTGGTGCGTTCGAATGGATTAACAATGTATGGTTCCAGAAAACATAATGGACAAATGTATAAATTGACAGCTATATATAATTCTGAAATAGAACAACAAAATTTAAAATACGAGCCAGATGAATTGGCAGTCTTATGTTCATTGAGATCTTATGATGAAGAAGAAGAAATTCGTTTGAATGATGACTATATAGATGATGTCGATTTTAATAAGGAAATAGACGAATGCGTAAACAAATATAGTGGAAAAGGAAGGAATAATAATAATAATAATAATAAAAATAAGAATAAGAATAAGAATAAAGATGAAGAAGAGGAAGAAGAGGAAGAAGAGGAAGAAAAGGAAGAAAATGATGATAACCACGAAGCGGACAATGATGATGAAAAACAAGAAAAAGTCAGAAGAAAGCGCCGAGTAAAGAAAGACGTTGAAATGGCAAAGAAATTAGTAAAAATTCTAAGTAAAAAGAGAGCAGAAGTATACAGTGAATGGATAAATGTCGGTTGGGCTCTTCATAATGTTGATGATAGATTATTACCAGAATATATAGAATTTTCAAAGCAATCTGCAAAATGGGAAGAGGGTTGTTGTGAGAAAATATGGGAAAAAGCTAGAGATGATGAAGATGGTTTTACAATAGCATCATTACATTGGTGGGCACAAACCGACAATCCAGTTGCATACAGGGAGGTAATGAGAGAGAACATAAAAGAATTAATGAAGAATGCAGGAACAGGAACACATGATGATATAGCAAAAGTTGTGTTTGAATTATATAAACACAAATACAGATGTCCATCAATTCAAAAGAAAGTATGGTATGAATTTCAAGGTCATCGTTGGGTATATATAGATAGTGGTTATAGTTTAGCGAATTTACTGTCAGATGAAATAACAAAAGAATATTCCATATTAGTGGGTGCATGTATGACGGGGGATAAATCTGATGGAATTGTAGCTGAAGATGGTATGACAAAAGCAAAACACATAATGAAAATAATTAGTAACTTAAAACAGATGGGTTTTAGAAATCAGGTGATGGAAGCTTGTGCGTATAAATTTCACGAAATATCTCAGAATTTTGAGGAAATTTTGGATGGTAATCCGAATGTGTTGGGATTTAATAACGGAGTATTTGATTTGGAACAAGGATGTTTCAGACCAGGATTGCCAGATGATTATATTACAATGAGTACAGGATATGATTATAAGGAATATAAATCGAATCACAGTGATGTTAAAGCTGTGGAGGATTATTTTAGGACTGTTATGGTGGAAGAAGATATGAGAGAATATGTATTAAAGTTTCTTTCAAGTTGTATGGATGGTCATAGCAGAGAGCAAAAATTTATATTATGGACAGGTGTTGGATGTCATGCGAAAGATACTAAAATTATGATGTATGATGGAACTAGAAAGAATGTACAGGATGTAAAATTGGGAGACAAGCTAATGGGTGATGATGGAAAATCAAGAACAGTGAAAGTATTATTTACGGGAGAACAATGTATGTACAAAATAGTAATGGATAATGGTGATATTTTTACTGTGAATAAGAATCATAGATTGGCATTAAGAAATAAATTCAGGGATAATATCTACAAAGATATCAATATTTATGGAGAAGAAATATATTGGTTAGAATGGTACGAATACTTAGAAAATGTTCCAATGAAGAGAAGAACAGCTTTTGTAAATAAAGATAAAGCAGCAAAGTATTTGGAGAAAAAAATTAAGAAAAAGGAACAATATATACGTTATAATGAAGTTGTGCCAGTGATGGTAAATGATTATAAAAATTTGAATGACAGTGTTAAAAATGATTTTGTTATGTACAGTAATGCGATTGAGTTTGAGAATTGTAAAGATAATAATAATTACGAATATGTTATGAATAATGGTTATGAAAATACTGATATTGACATAGTAAGATCAAATATTTCTTCACGATTAGATTTTGTGGCGGGACTTATTGATAAATATGGTAAGAAGAGTGAATCATATTACATACTTCCAAAATATTTGTTTGAAAATGAAAATACTGAAATAATAGTGAGATCAATTGGAGTAAAAATTAGAATAATGAATGATGAAATATATTTGTATGATGGGGGAATAAATAAATTATCAGAAAGAATTAAAAACACTATTAATAAAATAAATGATGTAATAAATAATAATTGTGAATATAAGATTATGCAATGTGATGCACTTGGAAGTGATAGGTTTTATGGTTTTGAGATAGATGGTGACGAAAAATATTTAATGGGTAATTTTATGGCTACATATAATTCAAACGGTAAATCAACGACTGCAGATTTATTAGAAAACGCGTTAGGCGAGTATTATGGTGTATTATTAACAACAGTGTTAACGAGAAAACGTGGAAGTTCATCAGGTGCAACACCAGAATTGGCAGACAAAAGAGGAAAGAGAGTACTGTTTATACAAGAACCAGAACATGATGATGTGATACACGTGGGTTTAATGAAGAATTTAACAGGTGGTGATTGGGTAGAAGCAAGAGCTTTATATGGTGATCCTTTCAGATACAAACCACAATTTAAATTAGTATTAGTTTGTAACAAGTTACCATATATACCGGCGACAGATCAAGGTACATGGAGACGTTTAAGAGTGACTCCATGGGAATCCAAATTTGTGGACGGGGAGCCAAAAGCGAAGAATGAATTTAAGAAAGATAAAACATTATCAGCAAAGTTTAAAAAACTAAAACAAGCATTTATATGGTTGTTATTAAACAAATATTATCCTGATTACAAAGAAAATGGTTTGAAAGAACCAAAGAAAGTGACTCAGTTTACTGATGAATACAAGAAGGATCAAGATGTCATAGCAGCATTCATTAGTGAAAATTATGATATAACAGGAATTAATAATGATGTAATAAGTCTAGTAACATTATACGAATCTTTTAAGGGCTATGTAAGGAATGCAGGTAATGGAGTACAGGTGCCAGCAAGAAAAGAATTGGAAGAGTATATAAAAACCCTGGATAAGATAAAATTCAAAGCAGGACATATTAGAGGCATTAAAGAAAAAGAAATAAATATGGAAGATCAAGAAGAACCAGATGGTGCAATTAAAAGTTCAAAATCTAGTAAAAAAAATTGAAAAAATGATTATATTGTAAAATCTTTTGTTATTGAAATATGTAGAATTAATATACAAAACAAAAAGTATTAAATTAAATGAAAGTTGTTAATAAATATGACGAATATGCAAATTCATTGGACATACCTCCAGCAAAAGCAAAGCCCACTAATTTTATTCCAATATCATCACACAAACCTAACCACATAAATATAAATATGAATGTAAATATGAATGTAAATATGAATAAATCCAATACAGTATTGCCAGGAAAACAGTATTATAAACAACCATTTAATGGAGTGAATGTAGTATTGCCAAACGATAAAACAGTGTTCGTAAATGGAAATATTGGAAACTCAGGTAAAAAATATGGACAAGCATTTAACGGAGTCAATTCAGTGTTGCCAATCAGAAAGTAAATTTTTGTTTATTAATGAATATAACAATTGTAAAAATTATTATATTACTGAATATATTGACAAGATAGTATTTCAAATGAATGCAAATTATTATCTTTATAACAAAGAACAACAAAAAATAATAGAATATAATGAGCAAGATGTTATGGATAGTATATATTTTCTATCAGCCAGATTGCCAACAGAAAATGAATTGAAAGATCATATTATGAAAAACAAAGATGATATTACAGAATTTATAAAAAAAAATGGTATAGAAGAATCAAAGAAATTATTAAAAAGAATGATATCGAAAATAGAGAATAAAATACCTTTGTACGATGTGTACAGTGAGAATATATATATAATAAACCAGACTAATGTGTATTTTAGAGTAATGTATAATTATTACAGATTTCCAAATAAAGATATAGTGGATATGTTAATAACGAAAAGAGATACAATAGAGAAGAAATTAAAAAACAATAAATATAAGAAAGAAGATGTAATTTTGAAAGAAAGAAAAAAAAGAAAGTTTGAATTAGCTTTAGATTTTTTGGGTAATTTTGACTTGGATATATTATTCAACACTTATATGAGAGTTTTTTATTTATATTCTCAGGAAATAGCCGGCAATACGACTGTGTGTCAAAGACCATCATTTTTGGCACATTTTTTTCACATAAGACCATATTACACAGTGAATGAAATAATAAATTTAGCCCTGAATATGAATGTGGCATGTAAGGATGATATAGTGATAAATAACAAAAGTATTAATGATTTATGTAATAAAGTAAAAGAAAACGATATATCAGCTAAAATATTATTAAAACATGAAGAATACATGATATCACATGATAAAGTAGGTCTTGTGCAATATTATTCTTTACATGGAAGTTATTTTATTAATCAATACTTGAGAAATTTAACAAAATATAATTACAAAAATGAAAGTTTAGAAAAGATAATTACTTCCATGTGGCAGTTAATTATAGAATCTCCTGAATTTGACAAGAATTATACTTTATACAGATTTATAAGTAATGATTCATATTTGAGAGACTTGGACATAGGAGACATATACACAGAACCAGGATTTATGAGCACAACAAGAGATCCATTTTATAGACCAGATCTATACAGTTTTGGTTTTGTATTATTAAAAATAAATATACCAGGGAAAACAAAAGGAGTTGGATTATGTGTAGAAACACTTTCACATTTTCCATTGGAACAAGAAATAATTTTACCTCCTCAAACAATGTTAAAGTTAGTGAAACGAGATGAAAACTGTAAGTATTTTCATACTAGTAAAAATTTCACATCAAGAATAAAAACGAGATATGAATTTGATTACATAGGAAGAGGTCAGAAAATATTTATAGAAAGACCCATATACACTGAAAATAATTTAGTGAATTTTTTAAAAATAGATTTAAAATCATATGATACATTGGAAGAGAAAATAGTTCAGTTTCTAAAAAATTATTTAGATCCTATGCATCAATGTAAAACAACGATAGGTGATAAAACTTTTACAATTATGACAGAATTTTTTGATAGTACAGGTGCTTATAAAAATTTTTACGCAATAGAAACAAAAAAAGGTTTTAGTTTATATAGTGTGTATAATGATTTTATGTTATTTTTCTTAGAAATAGGAGTACAGGATAATTACAATATAATGCATGTTGATTTTAATCGTAAATATAGCATATTAGATAGAAAAGACATAATAAGTGACGAAGATTTTGTATTATTTATATCGTCAGTTGCATATTGTTTTAGCATTTCAAAAGTGATTATATATTCGGAATATGTTTCATGTGATAAAGTTGATAAAAACGAAATTAATAATAATGACGATACACTATATTACGGAGGAAAGTACAGCATTGATATATATAATTATATAACTAAGGGGATTAAAAGATATGAGAGTTCAAAAATATTAACGACTGAAATAAATCCCAAATATTCGTATTATATGTTGGACAAGATGAAGACAACTGTTCCATACAAAATTTTAAAAAAAACAGATACTGATGAATTATATCAAATATATGAGAAAACTTATAAAAATTTTTTTAGTACAGAAAAAGACAATATAGCTGATTTTTATGTATGGATAATAAAAACAAAATGTTATTTGATAGAATTATTTATAGATAAATTAAAGAGAATGTATGTGAATAATAATCCATTCGAAAATGATTATTATGTACTGGATACAAACACATTTTTGTATAATAGAAAATACATTGAAACATTTCCAAAATACGTTATACAAAAAGAGTTTAATTTAAAAAGAAATGTGAGTGTGATACGTTTGAACAATTATAAAAATAGAATAGAGGATTAATAGTTTTTATAAATAAGAAAAATAATAAGAATAATTAAAAAAATGGATATGACTAGATTGAATATTTTAGTGTTGCCGTTAAAATTTTCGACAGTGCGCAAAGGAATATTATACATTGAAGAACAATCAGAACAGCTGGAAGAAGAATCAGACATTTCACTATCAATATCATTTTCACTAATATTATTGAACCAAGGATTGTTGGCTGAGACTAATTCGACTTTTTGGCCGATATAATCGGGTTCATCTGATGAAATAGTTTTGTGGAACAAAGAATAATTTTTTGAATCATCGTAATCAACCCAATTATTATCTATCTGATCTACTTCATTATTATTTCTAATAATTAAGTCGCCTTGAGGACTGTAAGACATCTGAACTTTTTTAGTGTATTCTTTGTTCTTAATTTTCAACAAACTGTCATTAACACTATGAGTTAAATATTTGTTATTAAGTTTGAGTTTCACACAATCACTAATAATTTTTTTTCTTAATAAAATAAAATTGTCAATGTTGGGATGTAAAAATGGATGTAGTTCGTTTTTGTCATCATCAGACTTTATCAAAAACTTACCATCTAACATACCATAATAATTACTCCTCGGATGTTCACATGTAGAAGAATAAAATGCTCCCAAAGAATAGAACTCATCATTGTCAGATGGATACCATATGGTACCGTCTCCATAATTGTCAATAAGAGAATAATAATTCACTGATTTTGAAATTGAGTTATTGGAAAGCAAAATATATTTTGGAAATATATTATTAAAAACTTGAATATGATAAAGAAATTTAAAATTTTTTAAATATATTCCTCTACTTAACAAAAATTCTGATATGATAGGGTAATTATAATCATATACACACGAAACATCATCACAATCCATTTTGATTAACAAGTCTGTAATGTTTTGACTATGTAATAATATGAATTCAGTATTATTATCTATATTTTTTGAATTATATAAGATGTCAGTCAAAATTATTTTGGACATATATATTAATAATTAAACAAATTTAAAAAAAATAAATCATAAAAAAGTTTTATTCTTATATATCGACGAAATATCATAATTATGTGTGGTCGATAACTCAATATCAATCAAATAACATTTTTTGAGGTCAATATTTATAATTTTATTTGTGGTTTCAATAGTATGAATTTCATTACAACAAAATTCTTGTTTCAGATCATTTATTGTATTAACATTTTTTGAATTAATAGAGTTAATGACTGTACCGGGATTTATTGTGAATTTGTTTGGCTCATATACAAATGAAATAAATAATACAGATTTTTGTCTATTTTTTGTTTTTTTAAATTTTTCGAGTATATTTTTTTCTGTTTGATTGATAAAATTGATACGACTTATTTTTTGTAGGTGATTAATAGAAAGTTCAGTGAATATCAATCCTCCAATTACTTCATAAACAATATTTTCGAAAGGGAAATTGATATATTTGAGAGGAAGCTGATAATTATTATTTAAATTTACTTTTTTTTTTATTTTGTTGTTATTATCAATATATTCGATATAAATATTATCATTCACATTCATAGTATCAATAATATCGTTAATATTGTTTTTATTGATATTCATATTGTTAAATTTTATTATTTTGTGACCTGATCTCAAACCAATCTTATAAAATGGAGAAAAATCAAATATATTTTGGACAAACAAATAATCATTATCAACAACATTAAATTTAAAATATAATTTTGGACATTGAATTATTTTTTTCCTGGTAAATTCATTGACTAAGCATATGAAATGTGAAATTTTGATAATTTTGTATTTATTAATATTATCAACATTCGTCGAACCAACATTAATACCAACTACACGTCCAGTACAATCAACCACAGGACCGCCTTTTTTAAGATAAGATGATGATAAAGCAAAAAAGTGACTATTAATTACCATAGGTCTAAATGAAAAACAATCGATAGTTTTTGTTTCAGATGAATAACCATATAAAGTAAGAGTTTCATGATATATATTGGGATCGCCCATGGGTAAAGGATTGCTTTTGTATTTATTTATGTTTAATAAAGCTAAATTTTTTTCTGGACAAATCGAAACAATATCAGCATTGTAGGTAATACCATCTATCAAAACAGAAACATAAACTGAATATTTCACATTATCGTAACAAGTCAGCAATGAACCACTTGTATTAATGAAAAAAGCAGTTCCATAAACTTGTTTAATTTTAGTTCTGTTGGGCATAAATAAATCGGGTATTTTGGAAAAAGAGTATATTATTACAATATTATTCATTATAATAGGCATATAAAAAATTGAAAATAAAAATGTATTGCACACCCCATTAAATTATATGTTATATAACTAAACAAAACATGAATAACTCAAATAAATATTCAGTTAAATCAACCGAATCTGGTCAAATATCAATGAACAATTGGTTGAACAATAAAGAAAGACAAATAAAATGTTCAAATATATTAAATAATTTAAACATAAAATCTCCAGAAAAATGCGTGAGATATTATGGATATAGTGGTTATGGCTGTGGAGGTGGTAATGGTAATAGTGCATGTTTCAGTGGATCAAATGGATCATCATCAGGCACATACACTAGTACCGGAGTATCAACACCATTTTAAAAATATAATTTTATGATATATTATTAAATATAGAATGATTCAAACAAATATCTGTTGTAAATCTTTTATTAAAATCAACATTTAAACATCCCATAATAAAATTTGATACTATTGTTATAAATTCTTTATCATAATCAGTTGAAAAATTATCTTGTAAAAAGTGCCATAATGGTCTTGGGGGAAAATTGTGAAATCCTTTTAATAATCCGTTTTGTTTAAAATAAATTTCGTATAATGGTGATTTTTTTATTATTTCGAGAGGTATGATACCGACTTTAGTTTGTATGTCATATAAATGATATCTTTCTTTACCAATTGATTCGTAACTATTAGGATCAAAAAGTATATTTCCAGTGATCAATTCAAAGAATGTACATCCTATAGACCATATATCGCAATTTTCATTATAACTACAGTTTAACAAAACTTCTGGTGCCCTGTAATATCTTGTCTGAATATCAAAATTAAGATTTTTTTCATTTTCTTTTATATTCAAACAAGTGCCCAAATCAGATAGTTTTATTTTACATTTCAGTAATATATCATCTCCGATTATACAATAATTATTGTCAGAAGATTCCGAATCACTATAATTACCAGAATCGATATCTGACTCTGAAAATTTATAACCATCATCAGAATTCGTAGTACTATGATCACTATCTATATCACTATTATTATCGGAATAAATTTGTTCGTTTTCGAAGAATTCTTTAAGAGTTATTTCAGCAGCTTTTTGGTTTATTTCAGTCAAAGTATATTTTTTAGAAATTTTTTTCCTGTTAGATTTAAGAGCATCATTATATTTGCGAGAACAAACAAAATCAATAATTTTTTTATTTTGATCACTGATACCATCGATCAATATATTTTCAGGTTTGATATCAGTGTGCATATAACCTATACTATTTAGTTCTTTGAGAGCACAAATTACTTGGTGAATAACATTTACAACAACATTGATTGGTAAACCATTTTTATACTTTCCATTTTTAATGACATCATATAAAGAACATGCCATTAATTCCATCACAATACAAAAATGTTCTTTTCCATTATGTTCTTCATTATTGTAATCTTCGTGTTGAGGAACACAAAAAGACTCTATATAATTAACAATATATTTAGAATTTTTTGATTTTATCTTGTCAAGTAACCTGGCTTCCTTTTTACCAGCTTTATAATCTTCGATGTAATGAATCTTTACGGCAAATAGTTTATTATCTTTCTGAGAAATAGCCATCCAAACAGAAGAAAATGAACCAACACCTAATTTTTTTAAAAGAAGATATTTATTACGAAAAATTTTGCCAGTCCAATCAAAAAAAGATTGTTTATTCAAGTCTTTAGAACAGAAACTCATAAAATATTTAGATAAACTAATTTATTAGTATTTCTTTAGATATTTGAACAAATAAATATTGAACATTAAATATATAAATACCTAAAGTTTTATCTATAATTTTTATAAGCAATGACATTACACGACAATAGTTATAACAATGATTGGGCTTCTTTAATTGAAACAGAATTAAATATAGATGATAAAATATTAAAGAATATCAATAATCAAGAAAATAAGAAAACAATAATAGCATCCGCAGAAAGTTTACCAATAAATGATATATTGTCATTAGATTTCAGAACATTAGAGACAGTAAAAATGATAGAATATCAAAATATAATAGCAAATAATTTAAAAAAATTTTTGAAGCAATGTACAAATGAAAATATAGAATCTCATATAACAAAATTAAAATGGCTATCCAATGTAAATGATTATTTGAGTAAAAAATTAAATTTGCCTGAGATTACAACAAAAAGTTCAGTAAATAATAGTATAACAAGGTCATCATATAAATTTTGTGAGTACTCATATAATTGTGAATATAATTATCCAAAAAATGCAAAAAAAATAAGAGGATGTTACAAACAACATTATGTATACAATTTTTTGAAAGCAGATGTAGATTCGATAATTTTGCATTTAATAAAAGCAAAAGAAAATAATACAAAAATAAATTTTGAACAACTTAACATATGCATGAACACAATATGTTACGTAATAGGTAAAATGAAAGAGGAGATAGAAAATTTGTACAGTCAACATAAAGAAAAATATGAAGCATATCACATGGAAAGATCAGTCAATAATAAAAAGAATTAATTATCAGAAAAATTATTTTCAAAAATCTTTTTAATTTGATCTAAAGATGAAACTCCTTTTAATTGAACGTTTTCATCTGTTTGAGTTGTCATTTTAGTAGTATCTTCATCTCTGACAACTCCACTATTGTTTATTAGTTCTTGTTTTTGTATTTCATTATATTCCATTAAAATTTCATCATAAGATGGAATTTTGATTGGTTTTTGCTTTTCAACGAATTTTTTATATTTTTCTTTTTCAGATTCTGGTAAGTAATGATAGTTGTGAGGAACGTAATGTTTTTCTTCTAGTTGTTCATGTTCATCTTTATATAATTCATCAAACAATGAACAATAAATATCATATTCGTTATCTGAATCCAAATCGCCATTTTCTTCCATAAATTTAAAGACAGGATATTTTTGTTTGAATAATACACTTATTTTTTCTTCTTTGAGATATCCTTGTTTGATGTCTTCTTTCATCATGAAATAGGCTCTTTTATCACTTTGAAAGATTCTTTTTTTTTCCTCTTCAGCATCTTGTTTAATTCGTTCCATCATTCTTTTTTCTTGTGCTTGACACTCTGATTCAACAAAAGTTAATTTTTCTTTATCCTGAATATCTTTTTGTTTAATAATTTTTTCTTCTTCTTCCTTTTTTCTTTTTTCGAGGTTTTCAATTTGGTCTCTAATTTTTTCCTCCATTGATTCATCACATTTTAATTCATCAACTAAATTTCCAGATTCTACAGTGAACGTCTTATTACTATTATTATTAACTAATTTGTTGGTTTCATCAATAAAAGATTTTACTAGAGTACTAGTTTTTTCTTTAATTGATGTGGTTTTATTTTTAATAGATTTAATTTCATCTGCATCCAAAGATTTGAGTTTATTCATTACAATATTAGGTTTTATTTGAATAGATCGAAATTTTTGTACAAGCTGTGTATTATAATCTTCTAACTGAATTTCAAGATTTTTTGGATTAGTTTCAAAAGTATAATTAATGGGATCAAAAGTTATAGTCGAAAAAAGAACTGGATATCTCTTGTTTTGATCAGTTAAATAAACATTAATGTGCATATTTGTTTTTGTTATATTGACAGTAACATTGTTATTTTTTTGAAAACTCAAATAATTTAGAAGTATTGACAATAATTCATGAATAACTAAATTTAAATTTTGTGAAGAATAAATTCTGTTATCATTTTCGAAGAGACAATATTCGAAATTTAGCAAAGTATTATTTTTGTGATAATTCATAATACCAAAATATGATAGTGATTCTTTAAACCGTTTTTAACGCATAAATATTATTTACATATAAAAAAATAACGATGTATAGTATATAAATGGAATCCAACAGCTCAAAAAATAATAATAACATCGATGTTTTTAAAAATAATCGTAGAAATAATGAAAATATTGATAATAGAGAATTAATACATCAAATGAATATTTTGAGAAAGGAAATTGCATTTTTGACAAAGATGATGGTATCATTAGCAAACGACGAAGGTCTGAAAATTAAAAGAATAAAAAAAATAGAGAGAGATATTATTGAATTAAGAAAGGAAAACAAAAATTTAAGAAAAAGATTAAATAATAAAAATAATAAGGAAAATGATTCAAAAGGAATATTTAGTAAGGACAAGATAATTCGTGATTTAAATTCTGATATAATAGTGCAAATAGAGCCTATTGAATTTGGTGAAAAAAATTCGGACAGTAATATGAACACATTAAATCCATTCGATAAAATTTTTGATATGTTGTTTAAGAAAAATAAAGATAATAAAAAAGATAACAAGACAGATGAAACAGAAACTATAGAAGAAAATGAGACAATAGATGATAATGTGAAAGTGGAAGATATGGATATAAATATTAAATGTTTAGACGATTTAATAAAATTGGGTGAATTATATGTAGAGAAAAAAGGAGATATGAATATTACTACAGAACATAAACCAAAAAAATATACTAACTTATATGAGTTAAATGGTAAGTATTATCCGATTAATTTAGAAACAATAAATAAATTATCAGTACCACTACAAAATTTAAAATCAATGATAGGACTAGAGAAAGTAAAAAATTCGATATTGGATATGATTTTATATTATATCCAAAATTTCGAGAAAAGTAATAAAAATATGTTACACACAGTTATAGAAGGACCACCGGGAGTAGGTAAAACAGAATTAGGAAGAATAATAGCTCAAATATATGCATCAATGGGAGTTATTAAAAGTGACAAATTCAAAGTAGTGAGAAGAACTGATTTGATAGGAGAATATGTTGGTCACACAGCTCATAAAACGCAGAGAGTGATTGATGAGGCTAATGGGGGTGTATTGTTTATAGATGAGGCATACTCATTGGGATCAAATGAAGGAAAGGACAGTTTTTCCAAAGAATGTATCGACACAATAAATCAAAATTTATCAGAACAAAAGAAGAATTTAATAGTGATAATTGCAGGTTATCCCAATGAATTAGAAAAATGTTTCTTCTCATTTAATCCAGGATTGGGAAGAAGATTTCCTTTCAGATATAATATTGAAGGTTACAATGAAACAGAATTGAAAGACATATTTTTAAAAAAAGTAAAAGATATGAAATGGAATATTGATGATAATATAGAAAAAGAATTCATACAAGATTTTTTCAAAACAAATTTATCAAAATTTTGCAATTATGGAGGAGATATTGAAAATTTAATAACAATGTGCAAATTTTGTCATTCCAGAAGAGTAATAGGTAAACATCCAAAATATAAAAGAATATTAAATAGTGTGGATATAACAAATGGAATGAACAAATTTATGGAAATGAAAAAATCAAAACAAATGGATTATTATTTTAGAAATATGTATTTATAAAATATTGAAAAAACAATCAATTGTACAATAAATTAAAAATATATTAAAAACCAATACAGATGATAAAATTAACTGATTTTGATATATATAATCCGGAACAATTTGAGAAAGAATTGGAGTCATTGGAAAAAACATTTGTTCTAAATAAAAATTTCACAAAAGATTTATATTTTTATTTAGAATATGAATTAATAAAGAGAGTAAACTGTTCGAGTTATTTTAAAAAATTATATTCAAATATAAAAAACACAACATTCAAAACAATAATGGAAATATCATTAGTGTCAATAGTATCAAATATGTTTGGTGTCGGTGTCATTAATACTTTTTACCCTCCACATAAAAGAAATGGATATAATGATGGATTCAAAGATGGAAGCGATTACGTGGCATATCAAATATCTAATTTTACAAAAAAAAATATTAAAAGTAATGATAATAAAATAGATTTATTAAATTATATAAGTAATATACAAAATACTAATCACTCTTCTACTACATTTTGGAATAGTATAACAGGTTTTATAAAATATAATTTAGGATCAATATTATTTGCGACAGGAATCGCCCATATATATTCAGTAAACACACTATATGATAGTGATACTGAGAAACTAAGAGAATGTTTAATAATATCAAAAAAGATATTTTCTAAAAAATAATATGTGAAAATAATAAAATGAATAAATCTGTAAAATATACGGTACTAATATTGCTCATTATATTAATAGTATGGTTATATCTTATATTAAAGTCGTGTGACATTGACAAGTTAAAATATATGATAATAAAAACTGTAAAATTGTTACCTTTGACCGAAGAAGGTAAAGGTAATTTAATATCAACAATATGTAATTATTTTATGAAAAAAACAGGTAAATTATTGAATATAATACCATCAGAAGAAAAAGTATTAGAAAATATAAAAATTTCGGACAAAATAAATCCTTGGGATAATAAAATTAAATATTGTGATATTAAGAAAGGAAGGATAAATAATATATATTATGATCAAACAATAGCACCAACAAAATCTTCCTTTATTTTATATTAAAATCAAATTTGTTACTATTTATTAAATAAAACATTTTTTTAAAATCTTGGAAAATAATTTTGAAATCAGTATCATTATTCGTCAAGTTAAATAATTTTCTTAATATTTTTACTGAATTAAATAAATGAGAACAGTTATTAGTTTTACATTGTATTTCAAGTTTAATAGTTTCAATATCAATGTTGTAATAAATATATTTTTTTGTTGTAGGATTATCGATTAAATCAATAATTACCTTTCTTAATTCCAACAGTAGAACATATATTGTGTAGAGAGAATTACAGTTATATGATTTTTCAATTAAACTCCAACCCATATCGTATATTTCATTTCCACAATCTAGCAAAAATTTAGACTTATTTATTATGAATTGAATTGTGGAAAAATTGTTTAATGAATATGTATGTTCAAGTTTTTTTTTAAGTTCGTTTATGTTATCACGATTATTATGAACAATTGTCATTTGAATAATTTTGGACAACATTCTGTTATTTTCAGTAACAGTTTTATAATTATCATCGAGGAATTTGTTATATATCAGTTCAAAATCTTCTAAAATACTATTAAATAAGGTAACATCTATTTGACAGTCATTCAATATATTTTTAGTGAACTGAACTAGATTATATGCCGAAGCATACAATTCGGGAATATTTTTGTATTTATTATTATTTATGATACTATTTGCCTTTTTTAAATAATCAAAAATTTGTGATTTATCAGATAAATAAATTTTATCTACAATTTTTTTTAAAGTATTATCAGACATTTTAAAAATATTTTCTAGTTTTATCAGACCAAAGTTGTTGTACATATGTATATTATTGATGAAATCCATTACTCGTTTATATTAACGTTTATATTAATTTCTAAGATATTTTATATAATCTGAATGAAAACAAAGTTTAATATACCAAATGACACGATATTGCTCAAGATATCGTCGTTTTATGCTAATATAAATGATGATATAAATCGTAATGATACAATAAAAATGATAAGTAATTACGTTTTTTCAGATGTTTACAATATGGAGATAGATATAATATGCATACAGGGAATAAAAGACGAAAAATTGGTAAAAATGTTAGTATCAGAAATAACAGAAATATCAGTTAATCTAAAAATTCCAATAAACATTGTTCCAAGAATAGAGTTAAATAGTTCTAATTCTCAAGATAACTCAATTCATTTGACATGGAACAATATATCCGAAAATGATAATTTTGACATCAATAATATAATTGTGAGTAAATATCCAATAATAAGTACATCAAAAGTCACATTAAACAATTCTTTGGATGAAAAATTAGTGGGATGTAGAAAGGCGATAATAGCTAACGTAAATGTTAATGGATACTTGATAAGTATTTTTAATGTTGTTTTGTCAGAAGATTATTTTGGAGTTTCTAATTCTGATTTTAGAAAATATGAAATAAATGAATTATATAAATATGTGAATTTAAATAATGAAGAAATGAGCAAAATAAATGAAGCCTGGGGATTACGTTTAATAAATAAGAATGTTAATATTGTGTGTTCAAACTTGAATATACCAGAAATTAAAAATTCAAGAATAAATTCTGAATTAACAACAATATTCAAAACTATGAAAGCATTGGATACTTACAGAACAAGTAGTCAATCATATGACAAAAGGGGATATACAAATACAAAAGGGATAAAAGACTGCTATATATTGTTGTTATTAGATGGATTAAATCCATCAAACACAATGACAACTAATGATATACTTAATTATTCTTACAAAATTCATGGTATAACGATTGTCAAATCTTATGTCGTTAATAGCGTGGTATCAAATGACTATTATCCAATAGAAACAATTTTTTTGTTAAGTAATTACGAAAAAAAAAATCAAGAAGAATATTAATTGTATTGATATATGTCATTATAATCACCATCAAATCTCTCTGATTCAGTGTCAATAAGATTATCAATAACATAATCTGAATCATAATCGACATTTTGTTCTATACCAATAATATTATCATGACCATTTATCAAAATATAATCTAGAAGAATAAAAATGATTGCAGCAATAACTGATACAATTAAATAGCTGTCTTGTGGAATGGCTTTGTAACATCTTAAAAACATAAAAAATACAATGACGAATACAATATATTTATATATCGGAGGATATACGTAGTTCATATATATATAACAATAAAATTATAAGATAAAAAATTGAAAAAAAAATGTAAAGATTGTAAATCCTAAGATACAATGTAATAAACGAATGAGCTCTAAAGATGTCAAAAAAGCAAAAAGTGTAAAAGTACCAGCTAAAAAAGATATTGTTGAGACTAAGGGAGAAATTTTTGAAGTACAACAACCAGTTATTGTAATGGAGGATATGAATTTACCAACATTATCATCTCATATAGTAATACCAGATTTTAAAGCTAAAATAAAAGAATGTAAAGTCAATGATGATTATAAAAAAATGTTCGACGAATATAAAAAATATTATATGGCTATACAACGAGAAGCGAATGATTTGTCAGAATTGGGAGGTAAATTAACTGAAATTTTAAAGAACACTCATGAGTCGTGGAAAGCAAATATTGGTTCAAACAACAAAAATTCTGGTGAAAATAACACCAACAACGCTGAAAAAGGAGATGAAGATATGGAAATGAACATCGAAACAGATATCAAATCAGAAAGTAAAACGATGAAAGAAAAAGAAAAAAATGTATTAATAGTGAAGGGTAAGAAAACTGAGAAAGTACCAGATAATGAAGAAGCACTGAAAGAAAAGGATGAACCAAAGAAGAAGGAATTGGACAAGAAGAAAGAACCTGAAAAGAAGAAGGAACCTGAAAAGAAAAAAATTGTAGAAAAAAAAACAGAGAGTAAAGTTGAAAAGAAAACAGAAAGTAAGGTAGATAATAAAACAGAAAATAATGAAGAAAAAAAAGATGTAAAAAAAATTGAGAAAAAAACAGGCAATAATAAAAAGCAATAATTAGTTTATCAATAATATGTTAAATGATAAAATTTAATCTAATAACAGACAAAAGAAAAAAACAATTATATTGTTACACACCTCAAGTTAGTATGAGAGATAATTATGATGATGATGATGATGATGATGATTGCGATAATTATATGAATAGAATCAATAGGACAGAAAATCAGGCAAATAATACCAACAATGTAAATTCACATAATAATTCAAATGGATCAGACAACATTGATTCGGAGGCTCAAAAAAACCCTCCAGAAGATGAAGTTCCCGAAAAAATTGATAAAAATACAGATTAAAGAAGATAATAAATATATTTATATATTTTAAACAATGAGTCTTGTTGAAAACAATGTATTATCAGTGTCGAATAAGATTACACTTTTTGTCCAAAAAGTATGTGATATCAAAAGTAACTATGAAAATAATGGATATGTATCAGACGAATTGAAAAAATTATTAACATTCATTGAAGATTTTAATGATAATCGAATAGTTGAAACGATTGAGCCGAAATTTTTTGGTGATGGATTTAATTACGACGATGTGGATGACGGAGATATGTATGTTGCATCAGATATCGAAATAAACAATGATGCGTCATCAGTGTCATCATCATCTTCTACTGCATCTGATTGTGAAAAACTGATTAGTTCTGATGAAGATGAGTCAACAAGTGACACAGATGAAAATTATGAACAAAGTTATAACCGAATGTTAGCAGTGTCTAAAATATTATTGAACAGAGCAATATATAACAAGATGCTCAAGATAGAAAAAACAGAATGAAAAAATTTATTTATTGGTGATAAAAATTGAAAAAATATATTGTGAATAATAGTATTTTGTCATACATAATATAAAGATGAACTATAAACCCATTTTTATTGGTAGTCGATTAGATAAATTTGTATCAATAAAAATCCAAAATAATGATTTACAGAAAACAGATGCTATATTGATTTTAGTAATAGATAACAAAAAATTAAAAAGGGATTATAATATTGTGTGTCAAAATCTTCCTAGACTTGTTGAGAAAAATAGTGATTTCATTAATTTTGTGGAAATAGTAATAATTTACAATCATCCAAAATTATCCACAATGATAACAAGTATTCGTAATGTGTATTCTGATGTAAGTAAATTGACAAGAAATATATCAAATGAATTAACCGATGATGAATCAGATGATTGTTTACTAGATTATACTATAAAAAAATTGGAAGAAAAATATAAAAATATGAGAAAATATTGTGTAATGACATCTTATAATAAATATAAAATAAATTGGGAGAAATTAGAAACTATTAATACGATGTGTGATTTAACATATTGTAATTTTTCGAAATACAAACACTCATCAACTACTAAAATAGAAAATTACGGTGATTTGGGTGGAAAATCAAACAAAAAATTTATTGAATTTATAAACAACAAACATTTTATAAAAGTCGATAAAATGTTTTGTATGGCAACTATAAATGGCGGAAATTATTTTGGAAGTAAGGATATCATGATAAATATGTCAACCGATTATTTGATGATAAATCATGAATCTGAAAAAATGTCAATTGAAATAATGGTAGGAGATAAGATCAATAGTCAAGATATTTTTGTGAATGATCTACCGATATGTGAAGATATTTCACGATATGTGGAAAGGTCATATGACTATTTGACAGAAAAAAAATTAATTCAAGAATATTTGAAAACTTTTAAGACATTAATAAAAAACAACTATGAACTTAATAATAAAAATGGAAATATAGAAAAATGTCGTAAATTGGTATGGATAAACAGAAATATTAGTGAAATAATAGCGGATTCATACATTGATTTGAGTACAATAGGCGAGGATAATGATATTATGAAGCTAGCAAAGAAATCAGAAAATAATATAAAACACACAAAATTTCGAGAAAGATTTAATAGAACTCTTTTAGAAAATAAGGATATGATAGAAAAATCCAAACATTTGTTTGAAAATGATGACGAAACGACAGAATTTATAAACAAATGTGACAATGAAATGACATCAGATTTCGAAAAATCTTGTGAAACATTTTATTCTGTTATTTCAGTTAGTAATTGGTTTGACGAATTAAAAAATGGGTCAAGTATGGGTTTAATGATTAAATTGAAATCAGATGATTATGTAAAAATGGGGTATTGGGGAACTCCACTTATTGAAGAAATAACTTTAACATTTTTATCAGTAAAAGATTATTTTGATAGTGTGAATTATCATTTTAACAATAAAATGAATTCTTATGGTAATTTAAATAATGAGGAAATATTTAAAGGAAATGGTTTGGGATCTGGAAATGCGGTTATACCGTTATACATTAATGATATTCACTGGAAACAGGCAAAAAAACATTTACCTTTTGTGTTAGGAACTATACTTGCTCATAATCCAATAGCATTCAATGAAAATCATTTAAATTTTGTTTTTTCATTATTAACGGAGATGACAGCGAAATCATTTACATGTAATAGTCTCTTGAGTGTACAGTGGATAAAATCTTATATGTCATTGTTGAGAACCTGTTCGGAAATAGCATATGAAAAAAAGTATAACAAAGGAATAAAAAAAATTGTAGCTGAATACATTGACAAACCAGAAAAGTTAAAAAAACGACCATTTGGAATTGATGTTATGATGGGACAATTTATGTGTACAGGAAGTAATTTAGATAATGACAAATTTATAAAGTTCGTGAAATGTATGTACGAGGATAATGTCAGAAAAATTATTGGAAAAAAATACACATATGATTATATAGATTATTTGATATCAATAAAAAATGATAAAAATTATCTACAAAAAGAAATAGATACTTTTACGAGTTTCTTGGACAATGAAATGAAATATTCAAACGAACACATATTATCTTTCGTACATATGAACAGAATAATGGAAGAATTAAAAAAAGATTTGGGAGGATTCAAATCATTGTTAAAATTATTAGATGATAATTATGGATCATTGCCAGACACTATAGCAGAGAGTACATTAAACAAAATACAAAATCAAAAGATCACAAATTCATCATATAGTAATATTTATGATTGTGTGGGAATATGTAAGGAAGATATGAAAGCAAAATTAATGCACACTATTTTACAAATCATTAGTGGGAAAAAAAAGGACGATTATAATAGTGGTTTAACAATAGAAGAAATTTTGGATAATTATGAGAATAAAAATTGAAATTAAAAAATATAGTTTAAAAAGAGATTTATTTATTAATACAAATGAATGACGCAATTGAAAAATTAAAAAAAAATCCACAAAAATACTCAGAATCACTAGACATTACGAAATTAGAAAAATTATTAAGACATTTATCAGATGCTTATTATAATACAGGTACCGCGTTGGTGGATGATGATATTTTTGATATAGCCAAAGAAGTATTAGAAAAAAGGAATCCTGAAAACAAGTTTTTGAAAGAAGTCGGAGCTCCAGTAACTAAAAAAAAGATCAAATTACCTTACCCTATGGGATCATTGGATAAAATAAAACCTGACACAGCCGAATTAGAGAAATGGGTGAAGAAATATAAAGGACCTTATGTACTTAGTGATAAATTAGACGGTATATCAGCCCAATTATATAAAAATGATAAAGGAGAATTTGAATTATATTCGAGAGGAAATGGAATAGAAGGACAAGATATAACACACTTGATCAAACTAATAATGAACAAAAAAATAAAAATGTCAGATATTCCCAAAGGAACAAGCATAAGAGGTGAAATAATTATATCAAAAGATAATTTTAAAAGCATAGAGAATACTATGGCGAATGCTCGAAACGCTGCAGCAGGTTTAGTTAATTCAAAAACAGTAGACAAAAATATTGCCAAAATTACAGAGTTTGTTACTTATTCAATAATTCATCCATCTTATAAACAAACAGAGCAAATGGATTTGTTGAAAAAATGGGATTTCAATGTCGTGGAGTACAAAATTGAAAAACAATTAACAAAAGAAATGTTAGGTGAATATTTATTAAAAAGACGTAAAGAATCAAAATATGAAGTGGATGGAATAGTAGTAGTAGATTCATCAAAAGAATATAAAGTGGAAGAAGGTAATCCAGATTATGCGTTTGCTTTTAAAGCAATTCTTAAAGATCAAGTAGCGAAAGCGAAAGTAGTGGATGTTTTATGGAGTGCTTCAAAAGATGGATTGATAAAACCCACAATTCAAATTGAACCTGTGAAATTAGTTGGAACCACAATAACATACGCAACAGCTTTTAATGCTAAATATGTGGTCGATAATAAATTAGGACCTGGAGCAATTATAAAGCTTGTGAGAAGTGGCGATGTCATACCACATATATTAGAAGTATTAGAACCTGCTAAAGAACCAAAGTTACCAGATGTACCATATAAATGGTCTGAAAGTGGAGTTGATATAATGGTAAAAGATTTATTTGGTGCTTTTGGAGATACAATTAAAATCAAAAGAATTGTTCATTTTTTTAAAACATTAGATGTAAAATTTATTAGTGAAGGATTAGTGAAAAAATTAGTGGAAAATGGTTATGATTCAATAGAGAAAATTTTGTCAGCTGATAAATCAAAGTTACAAGACATAGATGGTATGGGAGATAAAATGGTAGAAAAAATATATGATAGTATTGAAAAACAATTACATAATACCAATTTGCAAACACTAATGGCTGCAACAAACATATTTGGTGGAGGATTAGGAGTAAAAAAACTAAAATTAATAATCGATAAATATCCAAACATAATGAATGAAAAATGGAGTAAAAATGAAATGTTTGAAAAAATAAATTCAACAGAAGGTTTCAGTGATATAACAACATCTAAGTTTATAGATAATCTAGATAAATTCAAAAAATATTTTGAGAAAATCGACAATATTATGGATTTGAGTAATCTCAAAAAAAAAGTTAGCAATGTCCCTAAAAAAACAACAGATGGTAAATTTAAAGATCAAGTTATTGTGTTTACGGGATTTAGAAATAAGGAATGGGAAAAAATAATAGAAGAAAATGGAGGGAAAATATCTAATACAGTTTCTGGTAAAACAACATTAGTGGTTCATTCAATTGACAGTATAACTAGTTCAAAAATTCAAAAAGCATCAAAGTTGAATATCAAAACTATGAGCACAGAAGAATTTGAAAAAACATATTTATAATTATTTTATTTAATTTTCCCAGAATAAGAACAACATTTACAAGTAACGTTGTTTTCAACTAATACAGTTTCCGGCAATTGACATTTAGGACAAAGTACAAGTTCTTGTATGAAATCATAAATTGCATTTAAAAGTGCCTCATATGTTACGGTTTTAGGAATAATCAGTTTATCATTTTTGTGAACTATATTAACACCAAGTTTATTTTTAAGAAATTTAATAATAAGTTTACTATCTCTATCCAAATCTTTGGATATTTCGTTTAAATTTTCGAGAGTTTTTGTATTTTTCTGATCAGAAATTTTAGGCGAATGCATTTTATATCTAAAAAAGACATCATTATCAATTGAAGTTTTTGTTCCTCTTATATTTATCATTGTTTTATATAAACTTAATCATATATTTTTGAGGTAATGAAAATTTCAAATTTTTATATCAATAAAAATCAGGACAACTCGACTTTCAGCAAAATTCCATATACTATGTTCAGCATCAGCATTGAAAGTGATTATATCCTCTCCATCATCAATTTCACTCCACACAATTTGATTACTTTCCAATTTCATACCACTATCACCGTATGGAGTAATGAATGGTATATAACATCTAATTATATTATTATAATTTTTTAGACTGACATCATAATAATATCCTGGTTCAATCAACATAATTCCCATATTAACTGAATTATTTATTTTCAACAAATTTTCAGTAGTATCTGGACAAAATATAGTGTTTTCTTCTATCAAAACATTGTTGAGTCTTATCCAGAAAAATTTGAACGCAGGAACAAAAGGACTGAGATAGCCATTATTATTATTCAAATAGTTTTTAATATCATTTGAATTCATTTTTGACAAAGCGTTCAAGTCATTTATGGTATCATTATAAGATGTCCAATTTTTTGTATTTCGATAGCTATAGTATTCATTTCTAAATATATTTTTATAGTTTAGTAGAGATCGTAAATTTGGAATATCATCTGCAGAAATAAAATCATATTTGTTTCTTATCAAATAAAACAGAATACATGAAATTAAAATAATAAAACAAATAAAGTAAGTAACAAAATTCATTAATAATATTATATGTATAGCGAAATATAATATGTAAATATAAATAAATAAAAATATATTATAAAGTTATTATGTCATCAAAAAAACAATTATTAGATCCAATAGGAACAATGTGTCGCCTAATAACTTTAAATTTCAGATCAAAGGGTACAAGAATAGGGAATAATAATAATGCGATAACCATTCAATTACCCACCTCATTACAATGGATTCAAAGAAAAATAAATGGTGATGAGAGAGACAATATAAGTTGTCTTTTTCAGATAATTATAGAAATCATAGAATGGTATATATCACCACTATACGATTTGAAATTTAAAAGTAAAAAAACGAATGACACTGTTCAATTTTTAGTAGAGGACAAGAATATAGATGTTTATTGGGATTGTATTCAAAAAATGTGTACTTATATGTGTCGAGGATTAAGTAAGTTACAAGAGACTTACGAATATGGAAATGTTGTATATTCAATACAATTTTACATAAATTTAATTATGGATGCATTGGAAGGGAAATATACAAAAGAGAAACTACCAATGTGTATGACAAACTCAGAAAATCTATTGAGTTACGATAAAATAAAAGATTTATGGGATTATAAAAGAGTAAAAGAAATTTGTGAATTATATGACAAATGTTTTGATGTACAAAAAGACATAAAAGAAACGGAAGATCACAAAAGGGAAAAAGTAGAAGGATATTTACACGCGACAGAACATTTGTTAAATATTTCAGATGAAGAATTTCGCAATATTATTGAGAAAGAAGATGATCAAAAGTCATCTCCATAAGATAAAATTTCTTTGCCATGTTCATGAAGATAAATAGTATGTTCCATATGAGATGACAGAGAACCCGAGACATCATACAATGGAGGATATCCCGTTATAACTTTTTTTTCAATTAACTCTTTTAATCCGAGACGAAACTTTTGACCAATGTTAGGATCATTAATCATCCATCTCTGAGTAAAAGGTAATCTGCCTCTATTTTTTTTTATCCAATCATGTACATATTTTGTTGTCTTAAAATTGTAATTTATTCTTGGAGCATTTTCATTGAGCATATAATGATTTATGACATCACCATGTTTGTACGTACCGGTACCAGTAGATGCAAATGTTTCAATAGCAAATTGTCCAACATTCATTCTCATATTAACATAAGAAGGATGTTTACATGGAGCACACAATATAATTTTACCAGAATGAATATTATATTGATCAATGGAATGCCCTCCCAAATCACTAACAGCTTTCAAAGAAAAAGTTTTATTATTCAGTTCGATTTCATGGGACTCGATTGTTTCTTTAATTTGTTCACTTATTTCGTTACATATTGCATCAGGACCAGCAAGACGAATACCAGTCCAAGTAGCTTCTTTGGTGGCCAATAATAATGGCTTATATTTTTCATTAAAAGTTGCACTAAATGCGCAATCAACTATTCTACCATTATAATGAACTCCGAAATCAATTTTACAAATATCGTCATGACCAAACATTCTATCATCATTAGGATTGGCACTATCATGAGCAATTATGTTATTCAAAGATACTCCGGTAGGAAAAGCTATACCAGCTGTATGGTCGTTAACTTTGGTTAATTCAACTATTTTGCTTTCTATTAGATTACATATATCAAAAATTCTCATACCCGGTTTAATAATATTTTGTATGTGTTTCCTAACAATACGATGACATTCGGCGGCTCTTCGGAGATCATGAATATAATCAACAGACTTGCTATCATTAAAATCTGTCTTTAAATTTGTTGTTTTATCATAGTTATAAACTAATGTAGGTTGATATTTTTTTTTATTTAAATTTAAATTTGTATTATTCCAACTATTTATTAATATCATATTGTTATAGAGTATTATATTAATAATTTATTAAGTATTTTTCTGGACTAATTATATAATGGATAATTTGCTAAACGCTAATAGTATGTCATTGGCTCGTGTTTTACTTATTTTTTACGTTTTAGTTGCAAGTAACTACACACCTAATCTAATGGGAAAACAGTTGAGAACTTTTTTACAAGAGAATAGAATAGCTCAACATATTATTGCTTTTATAATGATGTTAGTTTTAATTATAATCGTCGGAAATGTAACTGATATAAAACAAGCACTTTCTTATAGTATACTAGGATATTTATGGTTTATTTTCACGACTAAAATGGATATACAGTGGAATTTAATTATAATATTAGCTTTATTAGTAGTTTTTATATATGAGAACAATTTAATAGAAAAAGAAACTGAAGTAGAAAAGGATGGAAATTTGACAATAGAAGAAAAAGCTCAAATAGTAGAAAAAAATAAAGAAGTCAAAACATATGTGATATTAGGAATAATAGCAGTAACATTAATAGGAATGTTTTTCTATATTACCAAAAAAGAGGAGCAGTATGGAGGAGGAAAATTCAATCTAGTTGACTTTTTAATTTATTAAAATTTTATTTTTACTTCTGTGATACTCGGCCATTCCAAATAATTCGTAAATTTTATTGTCAGAAAGAATGGTAATTTTTACATGATTTTCGGAAGCATTTCCATCATTACTTGCAGATAGAGTCAAGACATTATATGTAATAATTAAATTATTGATTGGACATTTTATAGTTATCACGTCGGGATATTCATTATTGCTTTTTTGTTCATAGATTTCATAATCTCTGATCAAATGAACATTATTATTTAAATTCAGATATATACATCCTTTTTCTTCTTGAGTAGATGTCATAGGTGTATGAAGCCAATATATTAGATTGTGATTAGTATCACTACCAAACATAAGATTCCAATTTATAGTTGGAAGAACCACATTTCCCCATAAATGTTCCATTTCACCACATTGTTTTATTTCAAAGGTTTTACCGAATAGAGTAATATTTCCTGTTATCGATCCAAGAGGAATTACAGAAGAAAAAGACAATTTTTCTGTGATTGGCAAGTTAACAATACTTTTAATTCCTAATTTTAAATTCTGAGCAACATTAAGAGGACTATATTTTTCTTTATCAATTGTTAAATTCCATTTTATATTATTATCCTTATTACATCCTTCAAATGTGTATTTATCATCAGATAATTTGTTAATTTCATTAGTAGAAATTTTAATAAGATTATCATTGTGGACAAAATCTTTTATATCATGGTAATCAAATGAATTATATTTATTGTCGCCATCACAAATGGCAGGATAAATTATACATTTTCCTATCTCATTTAGTCCTTTTATATAAATATAATTAATCATTCCAAATATTTTGTTACCAGCACCACCGTAAAAATATAATGTCCACCATTCACACCAGAAAATCTCACTTTCATCATATTTGAAAGAAAATTCATTTTTGGATTTTTCTTGAGGAAATATTTTATTATCGTTTTTTCCTGTTTGTAAAAATAGGCAGTCTTTAATTCCATCAATGATAGATTTTCCGACATTGTAAATGAAACTGCACATTACTACTAATATACAATATGATAATATAAAAAAACGTGTGATATAAATATATATGAAGTGTCCGAAAGGTCAAATAGAAAGAGTAGGTTATACAAGAAAAAGTTACAAAAGAAAAGATGGAACCGTAGTGAAAAGATCAATTGTGGGTCCGGCATGTGTGAATGATAGAGGAAATGTGGGCAAGGGACCAAAGATATTACCTGAAATTGATAAAAATATTCATCTAAGAAATTATGGTTATAATGTCAAAGATAAACCACAATCAAGAGAAAAAGCTTTAAAGAAAGCATCAAGAGAATTAGGTACATTACCCACATTGAGAAGATTAAATTTAATAGCAAATTACAATAAATGGAATCCAGAGGTTGAAAGTAAAATGAGGGATGATGTTGAATATTTAAAATATGAATATAAAAAAGAGAAATCAAGAAATATTAAGAGACAATCGAAAAGTAATAAAAAACGATCTAAGAGTAAGAGTAAAAAATCAAGCAGTAAGAAAAGTTTAAAGAATAAAAAAATCAAGTTTTAATACCATTTAATACCAACCATATTACCGTAGTTTTTAATTTCATCGTTTGCAGTAACTATTTCACATTTATAATCATTATAAGATTCAATTTCAGATGAAATTTTATTGTCTAATAGTTTGGATATAATTATTGTCTTAAGAGATTTAGATTTAAGAGCGGTAATAACTTCGTCGTATCCAAACACTAATTTATCAGCATCAATTTTTATCAAATTATCAATAACTTGAATGATCTTTTTTGATTTAATAGTTTCTTTGTCTTCCAAAAGATCATAACAATTTTCATAGACATTATTTATCGTTTCATCTGTGATTTCACTTGTATTAACAATTTTTAATAGTTTGTTCGAAAAATATTGTTTGAAGATATCAGTTTGAACAATATCGTGTTTAATGGAACCAGGTCCCGCTATAATAATTTTTTCAACAAAGTAATTCTGAGTATCTTTGTTAAAATAACTGACTAGTATGTTGTCAACAATATGTTTTATATAATGATCAATTTGAATATCTCTCAATCTTTGGAAACGAACTGCAGATTGGCCACCAGTTTTATGTTTATTCATTATTTTTTGATCATCTGAACGTAACAATTTAAATTCTCTATGATCTCCAGAAATTTGTAAAACATAGCACCTAAATTCTTTTCCAGACACTAAACATATTCCATATTTTGTACTGCTTTTGTACATTTCTAATAAATGATCAAGGTGAAACTTCGAATCACATCTGTAATATCTTTTATCTATTTTCTTGGGTGGATATATTATTATTGAATTGTTATAGTTGCTAAATACATGCCTCAATAGTACCAGAGCAGATTACCAATCCATTTTCTGGAGCAATTGTGTTCAACGATTTAAGTTGTTGCTGTGCACATTTAATAGCATTTTGTACAGACTGTTTGACATTTTTATTTTTAATATTCTGTGATGTACTTAATTCACTGTTTAATTGATTAGTTACTAATGAAAGATTAGTAAGTGATGGTATGTACAAAGTTATCAAACTTGTTGCTCCAGTGTATGATTTTGCGAGTGAAAGATTTTTAACAATATCTAATGGTGTGTGATTATCGATAATCATAATATGTGTATATTATTTGAAATCGATATTAATATTCAAGTAAATAAAATTTCAATTTTTGCAATAAAAAAATTGATTTTAAAAAATTATTGCAAAGTAATATACATATGTATCATATTATAATCATGTCAAGAATTAAATACATAAAAAATGCTAAAAATATTAAGAAAAAACCAAAAAATATTTATGTGAATATTACTAAACCTTTTATCAAAAAAGATGAACCAGAAAGTATTTCACAGGCCGAACAAAATTGGCTCGACAAAATGAGTGTTTATCATAGTATGGGTACAAATGAGAAAAGTGAAAATGAGACAAAGTTATATAATGAAGATATTAAAAAAGAATAGAAGTTTAAAGGTATAATTATATGGAAAAAGTAAATGATAAATAGTATAAAGATAATGAGTTATAACATATGGTTTTCAGAGGAGGATAGAATGGAAAGAACAATATCTTTAATAGAGAACATAAAAGAGAACAATCCAGATGTCATATGTATGCAAGAAGTGACTAAACCAGTTTTTGATTATTTGATTAAAAATTTTAAAAACTATCCATATCATTATCCAACAAAACCCAATAAAAATTATGATTGTATGATATTTTCAAAATTTGTTATATCTAAGGCCAAAGAATTTGTATTTAAGAATTCTAGTATGGACAGAAAAATCATAGCAACTTTATTGAATATAAATGTAACGAGTAAAGAAAAAAATAATTTAGTAATTGAGAATTTTCCTTTGGTTGTAGCAACATGTCATTTTGAGAGTTTGTTCAAGGCTCAAAATCAAGTAAAAATAGAACAATTTGAAACAGCAAAAACAATATTAGAAAATTTATTAAAATCTTATGGTCCAGATTGTCCTATAATTTTTTGTGCAGATACAAATATAATGCCAAAGGAAGAATCATATTATATCACTAATGACAATTATTGGAAGGATTGTTGGATTGAAAGTGGTGGTGATAAACACAATAAATTTACATATGACACTATTTTAAACGAAAATTTGAAGAATAGGAATATTGGAGTAATCAGATCAAGAATAGACAGAATAATTTATAATGATATCGATGAATTACAACTTTTATCATTCAGACTGATAAAAGGTAATGAAAATTATATAGAACCTTCGGATCATTTTGGAATAATGGCAGAAATTGGTTTAAACAAAAATTGAAAAAAAAAGAATTTGAATTTAAGTAATAAGAGAAACATTATATTAAACATGACCAGAGTTACCAAGAAAACATTAAAATCATCTGACAATAATGAAGAACAACAGGATAATGAACAAAAGAAACCAACTAGAACAGTATCTGTGGGAAAAAAAGATTGGGTTGATAATAAACAAAATAATGTAGAGGATGATAAACAAGAAGATGAGGAAGAAGATTATACAGAACCAGCTGAACTTTCTGGAGATGATCAGGATACAACTAAAAAACAAGATGATCAAGAGACAAAACAAAATGGTCCAGATTCCTTCCTTAAAGATATCAACATGGCAGTAGTAGAAGAATTAGATAAAACCAGATTATCTGATTTAAGTAATACGCAATTGTTTGAAGTACTTTACGCAAGAGGATTAAAACAAAAAAATCCTACAGTATTCCACACAGCAAGAAAGGCTTTAACTGAATTATCTCTGGGAGTAAATTTCACTCGACCAAAACATAATCCGCATAGATTCCAAAACAATAATGGTTCCAGAAGAGGAAATTTTAGAGGTAATTTTAGAGGAAAAAACTACAGAAATAGAACATCGAATGAAAAATCATAAACATACATATTAAATTAATTTATTTATTTACTATATAATGAAATATCCTAAAATTGAGGATAATAATTTCTATGAAAAAATAAATAAATTATTCTCATATTATAAAACTCCGAAAAAGAAAAAGAGTTTTGATGAAATTTGTTTCCCAAAAGAATTTAAATTACAATTACCCCAATTATTCGTATCTCATTTTATACATCCGAATACTCCATACAAGGGTCTGTTAGTTTATCATAAAATAGGAAGTGGGAAGAGTATAACAGCTATTAGAGTGGCTGAAGAATGGAAACATTACAAAAAAATAATGGTTTTAGTTCCCGCATCATTAAAGGGAAATTTCAGAGGAGAATTAAGAACACCTGCTACGGGAAACGAATATTTAAAAAAGGAAGAACGAGAAAAATTGTCAAAGTTACAACCAAATGATAGCGAATACACAGAAATAATAAAGAAAAGTGATGAAAGAATAGACAAATATTATACTATTTATTCTTACAACAAATTTACAGAATTGGCATTAGACGGAAAGATTAATTTAAAAAACACATTGTTAATAATAGATGAGATTCAAAATATGGTATCAGAAGAAGGGAACTTTTATAATGTACTTTACGAACAAATATCAAATGCTCCAAAAGATTTAAGAATAATTCTTTTATCCGCAACTCCAATGTTTGACAAACCTCATGAAATAGCATTAACAATGAATCTTTTGAGATTACCAAAAGAAATGCCAACAGGAAGAAAGTTCGATAAGAGTTTTATTCAAATAAAAAAGACAGTTTCAGGAAAGTATAATTATCACTTAAAAAATGTTGATCAGTTTAAACAATATATTAGAGGATATATATCATATTTTCAAGGAGCCCCCAGTTATGTATTTCCAGAAACTAAAATAAAATATATAAAATGTGAAATGAGTGATTTTCAATTTCAAGCTTATAGAGATGTTATCAGAGGAGAAGAGAGAAATTATGATATGTCAAGAATAAAATATGATATTGCAGAAGAATTGTCAGTTAGAGATTTGCCGAATAATTTTTTTATTGGAACTAGAATTGTTTCAAATATTGTTTTTCCCAACAAAAAAATAAATGAGGCAGGTTATAATTCGTTAAAGGAAAAACATATTAAAGAACAATTGGAAAAATATTCGATAAAGTTCTTTAAAATTATAAAGAAAATAAGAAAAAAAGAGAAAATATTTATATATTCTGGATTTAAGGGATATGGGGGAATAAAAAGTCTAGTGAAAGTATTAGAAACATTTGGTTACAAAAATTATTTGGAACATGGACAGGGCACTAAAAGATTTGCTTTGTGGACTGGTGATCAGAATATAAAACAAAAAAACGAAATAAAGGCAATATATAATCAAAAAAGTAACATGGATGGGTCGAAATTAAAAATTATAATAGGATCATCAGCAATCAAAGAAGGTGTTAGTTTATTGGGTTTAAAACAAATTCACATATTGGAACCATACTGGAATTTTCAAAGACTATTTCAAGTAATAGGCAGAGGATCAAGATTTTGTAGTCACAAAGATTTGCCAATTGAGGAAAGATATTTAAATGTTTATATTTATGTAGCAACTCGTGAAGAAATCGAAACTGTTGATCTTTATTTAAATTATTTGGCAAAACAAAAATTGAAATTGGTTAGAGAATTTGAAAAAATAGTAAAAGAGGCAGCAATTGATTGTGAATTAAATTATTACGCGAATATAAATGAAAACGAAGAACCAATAGTTTGTGATAAATAAAATTAGAAATTAGAAAGATTAGGATACATATTAACTTGACAATATTCATATGGACTTGTGAACACGTCAACTTTATTGGCATAGGAAAGAGTTAACATATTATTTCGTTTCAAATAATTGTATTGGTCAGGAATTTCCTGTGGAGCGTGTAGTAAGAATATGGATTCAAAAGGCAAGTTTTTGTTTTGACATTCCAATAATATTTTATTATAATTGACAAATTGAAAATTGTCAAATTTTCTTTCTGGCAATTCATCATCATATTTTTCCATATTATCAAAAGGACCATCACCAACTCCAATAACAATTATACTAAGAGGATAATTAGATGCTTCAACAATGGCTTGTTCAGTTTGTACCTTATCAATCACTTCACCATCTGTAACAATCACTAAAATATGATATGATCTGGTATATTTTATTATTTCAATGGCCTGCATAATAATTGGTCTAAAACTTGTTGGTCCGGATAATTTAATGTTTGGAGTAATTTCATTGTAACAGTCTAACACTTGATTAAATCTGTGGCAGAAGACATTATTTTTGTTTATATTAAATACCTTGAAATTTTTGGTGCGAATATCGCCAAATCCATAAGCAGGAATCAATCCCATAATTTATTATTTTGAGCATTGACAATATTATTGTCCTTTTATATTTCAATTTTTTAAAAGATTGATATATAAAGTAAAAAATAATATAGATACTGATATTTATATTAAACAAAATGTGGGGAAAAATGAGTAAGGTAAATATGAAATATAAAGAATCAGAAAACAAATTTGATAATAAAGCATCATTATTTAGCAACAAATTAATTAGATCAGATTTTGATAAAGTAAATGGAAGTTTGAATGATGATGTAAATAAAATACTAAACGGAGGATGTGTATATATACCAAATTTCTTTTGTAAGACAGATGATTTACAAATTTTTGATAAAATAAAGAAAGAAATAGAATCAGACAGTTATAAAATGATTAATTGGAGCAAACATTTTAGACACGAAAATCCGGAAATTTCAGCAACATTTAATGATATAGTAAAACAAATGGCAGAACATTTTAAAGTTGAAGTTTTACAAACAAGATTGAACTATTACAAAGATGGTTTGGATTGGAAATGTTTGCACAAGGATAGACATGCATATGGAAATGGTAAAGATAAAATTTGTGAAAATTTTACAATGGGTGCAAGTTTTGGAGCAAGTAGAGAATTAGAATTTGTTCATGATGATACTAATAATAGGTTTGTTTTTCCTCAAAACAATGGAGACATATTTGCGTTTGACAGTGATATTAACAAAAAATTTATGCATGGTGTTCCAAAAAACAATTTAATAAAACAACCAAGATTTTCTATAATTGCTTGGGGAAATAAGTTAGATCAATAAAATAGAAGTTGCATATAACATAAGTATTGAGATAATTAATTTGTTGGTTACATTATTTGTATTTAGTTGGTTAGAAAAGTAGATAATTACTAAAATGTCTGTCATCATAATATAACAATAAAACAATAGTACATACGGAACAATATTTTTAGAGATAAAACAGCTAATAAATACAGCCATTAAATTTATGAAAATAAGACCATAATTTAAATAGAATTGATGATTTTCATTGTATATTGTGGATATATATTCATTTTTTTTATGATTTTTAGTTTTACTGAACAAATTACAAAAGTATAACCATATCAAAGGAATAAATATTGAAATTATATAAATCATTTTTATTAATTAATAATTCAAAATTGTTGATTAGTCTTTTAAAATATCAATTTTTTGTTTGTTTATTATAATTTAATAAATATATTTATAAATTATATTGTGATATATATTATGAACTTTTTTCAAGATAAGACATATTTACTAATAATAGCTGGTATTGTTATTATTGTGACAGCATTTTGTCTGTTTAACTATTACATAAAAAGTTGTATAAAAAGTACAGTATCAGATGAAATTAAAAAAATGTATAAAATTATGAGAAGGAGACAAAAAATAGTATCCAAAAAAGAAGACATTGAAGAAAAGTATCCAAAACCCCAAGAAACGTTGCCTGTCGAAAATCATATGTACGTGGAAGAAGATAATCAAAGTTATGTTGATCCGATGGCGCCGAATAATAATATAGAGTATCAAAATTTAGATAGACCATCGAATGAAAATATATTAATGAGAGATATTATAGATAATACCCCCAACAACAGATTTCAATAGCGTAAATAATTCTAAAAAAATATATTAATTTTAGAGTATATGAGCATTATATTACTAATAATACTATTTTTCGCCATTATATTCGGAATATATTGTTTTTACGAGAATGTTGTTAAAAAGAAAGACATAGTAGACAAAAATAAGAAGATAGTATCGTTAAGGAAAAATATATTTGAAAGTGATCAAAGTAATAATAGTATAGAACAGAATGAAGATGATGAAAATGAAACGATTGATAATAATAGCGATAACGAAAGCATTCAATCATCATTTTTTAAAGAAATATCTCAGGATGATGCGATTAAAAGTTCATCAATGGATAGTTTAGAAGATAATGCATCGAGAAGCGACGAGACAGACAATAATACAATGGATAATTGGTAAAAAAATTGAACAAATAACATTCTAAAGAGAAAAGATTTAAATAAAATAGTATATCACAAATGCCAGCAAACAATAGCAACAAATCAAAAGCAGCATCAACAACATCAAAAGATAAGCCAGCAGCGGGTAAAGCAACTGCAGGTAAAGCAGCAGTAGGTAAAGCAGCAGTAAGTAAAGCAGCAACTGGAAAAACAGCAACTACCAAAACTCAAAAAGTAAATAAAGATGTAGAAAACAATGTAGAGGAAAATAAGCAAGAAACTAAAGATTCAACAAAATCTAAGAATACTGGTAGTGACAAAGAAGCAAGCAACTCTCCAGCAAAGAATAAGAAAGCATCAGTCAAATCAGGAGAAAATAAGGAAGATGATGGAAATAAAGAAAAAGCACCAAAACCAGATAGTCCAAATAAAGCGACATCAGATGCAAATTTAAATTTTAATGTTTTAGATTGGAAAAGATGGATCAAAGATACTTTAGAAGCAACAAATCGTGAAAGACCAAAGTTTGCGTTTGGTCATACAGCTTTAGCCGCAGCAGTTGAGTCAATGATGTTAATGATTGTCAATTCAGCATCAGTAGGTTTACAAAAAGATAAGGTAGGATTATATGAGATTGGTGCGGCTTCAATAGCTGTAGCCATTCAACGTGATCCTAATTTAAACAAGATGTTCTATCAACAACTTAATAATTTTAGTGATAAAATGAATTACTTAAACAATATTAATCATCTTAAAAAGAAAGAAAATTTAGCAAAATTCTTGCTAAAGAAATCAAGTAGCTTGAATTTAACTTCAGATGGTCATAATATGTTGTGTTATTTGATAAGTGATTTTGCGACAAAATTAGTCGATTATTCTATAACTTTAATAGAATATGCAGATAAAAAATCATTAAAACCAAAAACTATAAAATGTGCCGTGAATTTATTATGTCCATATCTCGTTACTGATCAAATTGTTAAAGATATAGACAATGCATGTCCAAACAGTGATGAACATTATGAGAAAGAAGGAGAAGAAGATGGGGAAGAAGGCGATGATGCAGCGGAAAAGAAAACAACTGAAAAGAAAACAGCTGAAAAGAAAGGGAACGCAAAGAAACCAGCGGGTAAGAAAGCTACCACAAAGAAAGCAAATGAAACAGTAGAAAATGCTGATGACAAAGAAAAGGAAGAAGAACAACAAGAAGGAGAAAAACAAGAAGGCGAAGAACAGGATGCTGAAGAACAAGAAGGTGAGGAACAAGAAGAACAAGAAAATGAAGAAGGTGAAGAACAAGAAGATGCAGGAAATGTTTCAGATCCAGAAGAACATGATAACAACAGCAATAAAAACAAGAAACCAAAAACTAGTACTTCAAGTTCCAGAAAAAATACTAGATAATTTATTTATTTGATTTAGTCAAAAAAAGACTATTAATAAATATTGAAAGTTAAAATGAATAATAAAAAAATATCATATATAATAACTTAAATGGACATAGGTTATTATTTTTCAAATGAGGTAAAAACTAGAGCAAAACACAGTTCAACCAAGTTCAGACAATTAATATCAGATCTGGCATCAAAAAAAGTAATTAGTTTATTAGAATATACTTATTTATTTAATTTTTTGAAAGAAGGAGGAACAATAGTAAATGTAAACTGGTTTATCGAAATTGCAAAAAAAGCAAATATGGAAGATTTCAATGAAGAGTCAATAAAATTATTTGAAAATCTATTAACAAATCAAGATAAAAGATTAATATTTAATAATTCTCATTTAATCAAAGATTTAGTGGAAAAAAATGTGTTTGAATTTTCGGGAGATCAGAAAAGAGCAATTACTGACATATTAAATTTTTTTGTAGATTTTAATCAAAAAACTTTTGGATTATATGGATATGCCGGAACAGGAAAAACAACAACCATAGTTGAGTTAACATCATATTTGATTAAAAAAGGACTTATCAAGTCAATTGCATATACTGCCCCAACAAATAAAGCAGTGAATATAATTAAAGCAAAATTTAGACAACATTTGAAAGAGATAGCGGAAGAGAAAACAGGAACTAAATATGACAATAATTATAACATGGAGGATTTATTGGAAGTATTGTATAAAAAAGGAATTAAAATAGAATTCATTACAATACACAGATTATTAAACTACAAAAATGATTTTGATAGTGAAGGAGAAAGAATTTTTTTGCAAAAAGGCGAGACAAATATAAAAGAATATCAGGTGGTTATCATCGATGAATGCTCCATGTTACCATTTAAAATAATCAAACATTTGTTTGAAGATGTTAGAACCACAAACAGAAACAATGGAGATAATTTTAATAAGAGTCCCAAATTATTATTTACTGGAGATAGAGCACAATTAAATGCTGTGAATGAACTGAACAATGTACTATTTAATTATGACAATAATATGGTGAAAAAAATGTTACACAGTGACACTAATAAAACAAAGTCACAATATGTATCGACGTCAAATGAAATAGAGATAACAACAAATTCTTTAGGTAATGACATTAAAAATATGAAATATGTCATAATGAAAGAAGTAATGAGAAGTAAAATTGATAACATTGTGAATTTATGTATCAATGTTAGACAATGGTTAGAGAAAGAGATTAAAAATCCCGAGCCTAGAAAATTTGTGGGTGAAGGAGTAAGTATATATAAACATGATCCAAAAATTAAGAAAACTGATGGTAAGTGGTTTAAGACTTTTTTAAATAATTTTGAAAATAATGAAGGATCATTACAGACAAGTAATATTATTCTCACATGGACAAATAGACAGTGTGAAGAGTATAATAATTGTGTTAGGAAAATTGTTTTTAAGAATAAGGAAAAAATAGACAAATTTGAGAAAGGAGATATATTAATGTTGAATGATTTTTACAATATTGATGAGTCAAAATCAGATAAGGACAAAGATGATAAAAAAAGATTTTATACTTCGGAACAAATTAAAGTAATGGAGATTGAAAAAACACAAAAAAAATGTGCTGATTTTACTCTAAATTTGTCAAAATCAGCAAATAAAATAAAAGGTATAAATCATATTGAAGAAAAATTTAAAAATACAGTTAAATTATTAAATTCGAAAACAAAAAGAAACTATCAAGTATGGAAACTATATGTGAACAGATTGACAGATATATATGACAAAACAACAGAAACTCAATTAATAACGGTCATTCACGATAGTTGTGATAGACTATTGAATGATGAAAAGATAAATGCGGCAGGCATAATTAAAAAATTTAGAGACACAATATTGGCCGAATATAAAGAACAACAAAAGACAATTGAAAAGGTAATTATTAGACAGTTATGGAGAGATTGGAGCAAAATATTTATCGAACCATTTGCAAAAGTAAATTATGGTTGTTCGATAACAACACATAAGAGTCAATCATCCACATATGTTAATGCCTTTATAGATGTAAATGACATATTGTTAAACAATTCTAATGAGGAAGCAAAAAGATGTCTGTACACAGCATTGACACGAGCATCCAAACAAGTTCATTTACTTATTTAAAAAACACTGATTCAAAAACTTTGAATATAACAATTATAATAATTATTGATAATATGAGCAAAAACCATCCATTAAAAGTACTCAGTGTTTTTTTTGTAAAGTCATATACAGTTACATCATTTCTTGATTCGGTTGTCAAGTTGGAAATAGTGTCTATATTCATTTATATAATATTATATGATATATTCATATATAAAATATGTGTATATTACCATATTAATTGAAACAATACGTAAATCACAAAAAATAAAAATATTAATTTAATTATTAGATCTCCTGACATCTTATATTTTAATACGATATATATATATATGTCTAATAAAATAAGGCCGCTTTTTTCAGATAATACAGGAACAAATTTAGTTGATGATCAAAAATATGAGTTAGTTAATGGTATGGAACCATTGCCATCAACATGGTTTTATAATGATTATGATCCTATACAAAAAGGAGGAGGATATTTATATCCGGGATTAACTTGGAAAATAAATTTTGAATTAATGACCAATATACTGAGCAATTTTAAAGTATCAAACAAAAATCTATTAAATAAACTATATAACTGTTCCTGTGATTATTTTGTGAAATTTGAAGAATTGAATAACAAATATAAATGGATAAGTACACATGCACTATGTTATTATCTGTATGCAAAGAAGAACAATCTACCTTGTGAAATAGTCGAAAATTTTGACAAAATATTCACAGTCAAAATGGGTATTTATCCTCTTGACAACACTGTTATAGAATCAACAATACCAGTGAATACAACAGAATATAGAATTGTAGAAATTAATCGTATGGGTGATGATATTACATTGGGGCCTCCGGATCAGAACTTTTTTATGTTTGACAAAATAAAAGATTCAGATACGTATGTCACAATTGTAGATTCAATATTAGTGGAAAAAGAAGAATTATTAAATAATCCAATAATAATGCTTCATAACATTGATAAATCATTAGAAGGAAATAATATAAAATATATTATAAAATACTTTATAAAATATCTCAAATACAAACAAAAATATTTATCATTGAAAAAAGATTTATAATTTATCTAAAATTGTTTTAGTAGTTTTTATAAGATCATCCAATAGTTTAGTTATTCTTTTCATTTTTAGTTCTCTAAAATAATTGAATAAAATAGCATAGTTTAGTTTATTGTCAAAAATAGTTTGTTTATTTTCGTGAATAACATAAGAATTTGTTAGAACAGAATAGATAATATATTTAAACAACAATACCAATGAACTTTTAAAATAATTTATTTCAATCAAATCAAGTATTAAATTAATAACCTCACATTTATCATTATTGGAATTAATTATCAAATCATATATTTCAATCAAACGATGTTCTTTATTATTGATAGTCATAGAAAAATTATTTATCATATCTACTTCAAATTTAAGTTGCTTTAAAATATTTTCAATATCCCATTTTTCAAGGAAAACAAATCTAGTTATTTCAGGTATTAATTCTAAATTTTTATTAATTTTAGGATTTTCTTTTTTTGTTTTTCTCAACATATCAAACAAAAATTCTCTTAAATACAGAACATCGTAAAGAGTATATTCAATGTGGTATTTGCTCATATTTTTAACATCCCAAACAATTTGATAAACTTTACCCATTTTTTTTGTAATATCATTCAATTGATTGTATTTAGATTCAGTTATAGTTCCAAAATATTTGAGAGCATCATAGACTGAACATTTTTTATCATCATAATTAACAGCAATTTTTTGGTATTCGCATATAAATCTGGTATCAATTACTCTATTTATAAATTTTAATATAATTTTTTTGTTTTTTTTGAAGAAAGTATTGAACAAATAAGGTATATCCAAAGAATCAGAACCATGTAATATTTTATAAATGTTATCAGGAGTGTAGAAAAGATCAATCATAATTTTGCGTTGTGGGGAGTCTAAATTTGTGGGATCAAATATCCAAATATATTTATTGGATTTAGTTGGAAACAAACTGATTTGACATAAAGCAATTTTTTGGTTATTAAATTCAAAATCAATACCGGCGAAATAAATATTTCGATTTTCGTATTCATGAAGAGATTCAAAATAGAAAAAAACTATTTGAAGAATAAATAAATTGGTTTTAACAGAATTATCAGCAATATTGATATGAAATATAAAATTATTGTCATAAGCCAATTCATTTTTTCCATCCAATACCATATAAGATCTCTTTCTAACAATATAATTAACAAGTTTATTGAGTATAATAGGAATCATATACATATCGTCTTTTTCCACACCATATTGACTATAATAAAAAATGGCAAGATAAACATCAAAATCTTTATGAAATTGTGGATTATCAGTAAAATTTATTATTTCGATAATGGACGAAATATTATTATAAAGATAGTTGATAAGACCATAGATATTATTCAAATATAAAAAGTCATATAATTTTTTAAAGTCAATAATATTTTGCATATACCATACAATAAGAAACTTATTAAAAAAAACAATATTATTAAAATAGCTAAAGCCACGAGTTTAAACCATCTATATAATATCTAAATTATAATATAAATGAGCCGCATTTCGAGATATCAGGACAGCATGAATAAATTTATAAAAAATAAAAGTTGTATAACATCATTAGAAGGAAATATTAGATTGTTAATTAATAATGTGATGGACAGTGCTGATAATATGATACCAATAATGTTATTGACTGTATTGAACAGTCAAAGTAAGAAAAATGGCTATTCATTTCATGGATATTTTATGGCATGTGGTATTGAAATGACAATGGCAATTGCAAAAATTTCTGATAATAAAAATTATTATAAAAATAAATATACAGCTCAAAATGTAAATAAGATAACAAATAGATTATCAACATTAATAAATATATGTTTGTCGCAAAATATTGAGTGTGTTCAAAATACTTTGACAAAAGAGAAGTCTATTAAAATTTTTCATAATACCAGCAGAATGTTAAATAACAAACTTTTTGATGTTCTTGATGATGATATGATTGAATATTCTGAAAATATCAAAAAAACAGATTTATTAAAATTTACTTTCGAAAAAATAAAATCTCCAAAAACATTAATAACTCATATCAAACAGGCAAATAAAGAAAATTTAAACACTTTTATAACAAGGAAATATGGTTCTGTATGTCAATTAGCAATTATTATAGGATGGTTTTTGGGAGGAGGAGATGACAAAAATATGGTAACATTAGAGAAAATAGGAATAAATTTGGGATATTTAATAAAGATATGTTATGATTTTGAGAATTTAGAAAGGGATCTAGAATATGCAAAAGAAACTTCAAATAATTATGTGATAAATTATGGTATCCAAGAAAGCTTTGAATTATTTATTGAAAACAAACTGCAAATGGTTGAAGGTTGTATGATGTTAGATATTTACACTAACACAGTCAAAGAAGTTTTGGATGTGATCGAGTCAAAAGTTGATGAATTTATAAATAACACAGCTCCTGATCTAAAATCTCATTATACAATATCAACAACTTCTAAAAATTAAAAATTATCTTAAAATAGAATATATGGGATTTATAAGCGACGTTGTATTGGCAATACCATTTGGCATTATATATTATTTTTTTATTGACAAAATAATAACAGTTTATTTGAACGATTTGCCTTACACAGAAAAATATCAAAAGTCATTGATATATATATTTGTTATTGGTTTGATTGGTCTTGTTTTGGCATTCACATTATTTAAAAACAATAACTGGTTCAAAAATAGAGCTTTGAGTTATGGCTTGATATTTGGAAGCTGTTTACTTATTTTTTATTCAATTATTACGAATTGGAATAAAATGGATGATATTACAAAAATAGTAGTTTTCAGTATTTTATTAGGTTTATTAGTATGTTATTATTATTATTCAGGTGAAGAAAGTGGTACATCAAAAAAAACAATAAAAAAAAGCAAAAAATCACGTAAACAATATATATACGCTAACAATATATAAACGCAAATAAATATATAAAACGTAAGAAATAATATAATGGGAATCGAGAAATTCTTTAATAGTCTTGTAAAAAATGAAACAATACTAAAAAACAATATTTTTGTGTTACAAAATAAAATTTTAGCAGATTATGTATATATTGATTTTAATTCTATTTTATATAAATTGGCATTAAGTATTGAAAATCAAATAAACAAATTATTTTACGAATTAATAGATGATTCACACAATCTAAGTGTCGAAGCCAAAGAAATTGCAAAAAAATGGAATTATGATACAGTAAATTATAGCATAGAAGATTTTAAAAATCATTTTAATGAGAAATTTATTGATAACACATTTTTGGATTTGATAGTGGATGATCTTACTTATATAATGACTGAATTAATTGATAGCGATCATATTAAAAAAATATATATATCAATGGACGGTGTGCCTAACATGGCAAAAATAATAGAGCAGAAAAAAAGAAGATATATGGGATATATACTCAATGAGTCAAAGAAAGATATATATTTGAGCAATAAAGATAGTTTAGACTTGGACAGAAAAATGTATGAGGAGAATAAAATAAGATTCAGCAGAAGTAAATTTTTGGGTCATCATGAATTTATGCAGCAAATGTCAGAAAAATTAAAGGACGCAAATGTTTTAGAAGATTTTAAGAAGAAATGTAAAAAACTCGAGTCATATATATTTTCTGGGTATAATAATCCAGGTGAGGGAGAGAAGAAAATAATGGAGGACATTATCGAAAACGCAGAAGAAGGAAAATATGTAGTATATAGTCCAGATGCGGATGTTATAATATTATCATCAATAATGATAAATAAATTGAAGAACAACTCTGAAATATATGTACTAAGATTTGATCAACAAGAATTGAAGTATGATATAATTGACATCAATATGTTAAACAAGAATATCCTTAATTACATTGAATTAAATGAAAATCTTAAAATGAATACAACAGATGTTTTAAATGACATAATGTTTATTTTCACAATGTTTGGCAATGATTTTGTTCACAAAATTGATTCTATTGATCCAAAAAAAGATTTTGAAATATTATTGAATATTTATAGAGAATTCGCAAAAGGAAAAACTTTTGGAATATTATCGAATAATGCAATAATTTACCAAAATTTAATAGAATACATTAAACTTGTGGCTGAAATTGAAAAAGATTTAATAAATGACACATATTTGATGAAAAACTACAAAAATTATCATCATCTCAAGAAACAATTCAAAGATTTATTTTGGTTTGACACATTACATCGAACTTTAATAAATTATACTTTACTGTGTAATATTATATTCAAATATGTCAGGAGATGGGAAAAAAAGTTTAATAGTGACAAAATATATAGTTATTGGAATAATAACAAGAAACGTAACGAAATAAATCATTCAAATACGAACAATTACATAGAAAAGAATTTCCCTTTAATGATATCCGAATTGATAATACATGACAATACTATAATAAACAGTAAAAAAATGAGTATAAAGCAAATATTTAATAAATCAGTATATATCAGACAGTTTATTAAAGTTTTTCTTACGCTCGAATTAAATGTTAATTTGGAGAGCAACGAGATAAATGACGGTAATATTTATGATAATTTTATGTTGATAATGAAAAGAGAGATATTTAAACACAACGGAAAAAATATATTTGCAAACATAATGCCAAATATAAGATTGGACAAATATAATTATACAACTAAGGATAAATATCATTCAAATAAAATTACCCAGAATATGGTTTCTGACAAAATGAAAATTACTAATTTTGACAATGAGAATTATGCATTTGAATTTATGTTGGATAAATATAAATTAAAACTAAATGCTGTTGATGATATGGTAGGAGTTTGTGAATTAGCCTATATCAATAATCAGTATGTGTACACGTATCAAACTTTGGAGAAATATCACAAAAAGTATTATGATATATATTTTGGATCAGATTACGATGTAAAAGACATATGTGAAAAATATTTTGAAGGGATTGCTTGGGTTTTTGATTTTTATTTTGTAAAAAATAATTCAGAACAGAATTTTAAAAATGTATCAATATGGTTCTATGATTATCACAGATCACCAATGTTAATAGATATATCAGAGTATCTAACTAAAAATATAAATGAATTAGAGAAAATAAATATGAATGTTGTAAATTTATGTACAAAGAGAGAAGATTTTATGAATTCTTTAGAACATTATTTGTATATAACGCCAAAAAATCTAATATCATGTAAAAATGATCAAATTTTAAAGAATATAGTGAATGACAATCCAGAAGTTTTTCCAAATTTGAACACTATTATTAAAAATATATTCGATTCTGAGAGATCTGGTGTAATAGATTGTAGAAGAGCTTCATTTTTATCAAAATGTACATTAAAAACAGTAAAGGATATAAAATTTGATGATTTTATGAAAACAGTGAGTAAATTGAGAGAAAAATATAATACAAATAAATATTCGCTGTATCCATTTAAGAAAGTATGGCAGATACAAAAAGGAGGTAACAATTTAGGGAGTTTGCTGATGGAAATCAAAATTGATTATAAAATAAAATACATAGAGTCTGGTAATATTGAGTTTAAAAAGATTTATAAAAAAACAAAAAAAATTTTAGATAAATTTTAATGATAAATATATTTAATATCTGAAATAATGGTATAAAATATGGCAAACGATTTTTATTGTGGCATTAAAAAAGACAGGAAGAAAAGGAGAATAGGGTCAATGAAAGAATGTTTGGAAGCAGACAAGGTCAATTATTACGGAGTTAAAAAAATTGATCCAAAACTTATCGAAAAAGCAAAAAGTTTAAAGAAAAAACCGACTGCTGATAAAGTATGGATCAAATTGGTTGGTGTCAGAGCCAAATTTAAAAAATTACAAGAAGATATAAAGTATTTGAAGGATGAAGGAAAGAAGAAAAAGGCAAAAGAAGAATCGGAAAAAGTAAAAGTAATTATAAAGGAATTGGCTGAAGAGTTCAAAAAATTAAAAGCAATTGAAAATGAAAAAAAAAATAAATTAGGAGGTAATAAAAGATCAGGTAGTCAATATGGAGGAAAAAGAGGTTCTAAGAAAAGTAAAGGAAGTAAAAGCAAGAGTAGAAGCAAAGGTAGTAAAGGCAGTAAGGGAAGTAAAGTTAAGAGAATGAGCAGAAACACCAGATATAATGATTTTTTTATGTAAAAAATTGATTAAAAAAATTATTAGGACAAGTTGTTTTAATTAAATACAAACAATTTAAATGGAAACCAATGATGATATTAAAAAATATATCAGAAAAAATTATACTCCAAAAGAATACACAAAATCAATTATGTATATAGAGCCAGAAAATTTTGACATAAATAAATTAACAATAGAGGCTAGTACGAATGACAATTGGATAAAAATAATTTATTTGTACGAATATAAAGAAGATATTAAAAGAAATCTAATATTCAAATCAGAATATGGCAAACTTTGTTGTGAATTTAAAAGAAGCAAATTTGATTTCTTTAGATTTAATTTGAATTCTACAGAAAATTCAAATTTGAAAGCTGTTCTTCACAACATAGACATAAAAACGATAAAGTATATTAAGGGAAAACTTGGATTGAATATAAGTTCTTTTCAACTATTTTCTTCGTATATTAGCAATGAAGCTGTGTTATTAGACATTGCATCAACCAAAACCATAAAATGTAAACCCATAATGAAAAATAATATTTGTGAAACTAAAATAATTATTTATAATTCCAAAACAAAAAAAAGTAAATCGTTAGAAAAGGGTATCAAATTAGAAGATTATGAAATAATAACTACCCCAGACGACGCAAATTTTGTTAAGAAAATAAGCAAATGTAAAGACGACAATTATGGTGGTTATAAGATAAGACATTTAATAAGTCCACAAGTAAGCATAAAAAAAGATGAACGATTAAAATATTATTCATCTTTTAAAACTCATCACGGTGAAATAAAGCATAATAAAAGCAATATATTGTCTGTAGTTGATAGAGATGAGATTAACATAACATCAGATACAGTTAATGAAGTAACAATATAATTTTTTTATCAGTATCTGGCCAAATCTACAAAGCTATTTATTTCTCCATTAATATATTTTAGATAAAGTTTATATAAGGATATAAACCATAATACTGTAACAACAACATAAGCAATAGTAGCTTGATCAGCGAACGTATTAGTAAATTTATAAACAGGATCAATAACTCTGCACGTGAAGCAATCTTCATCTTTGATTGGCTCTCCATTAGGACTTATTTGTTGTCGTGCATATTTTTCTAGCATTGTAAGAGCACAAGTGTTATCATTTAACAACCAATGAATCATAATAAACGGACAAATAATAGCATGTAGAAATAGAAGATATGTGCTGTTAGTAAAAGGTACCACAATAATGAATATAATGAAAAGAATATGGAGGAATATGATTAGATTAAGAACAATGTCATTCATATGTGTATATATATAATTGTTCATATTAAAAAATTCTGCAAATATTTTATTGTTGTATATATATGAATATCGTTGAGGCATATATTAAATTCAAAAATAAACTTATTATAATAATATCAGGAATATCGGGGAGTGGTAAAACTGAATTGTCTAAAAATATAAGTAAATTACTAGATCTAAAATTAATAAATCTGAACAAGTACTGTAGAAAAGATTACAACAAAACAATAAAATTACAAGGAAATACAGAAGTAATTAACTGGGATTCAGATGATGTATATGATTGGGACAAATTTAATAAGGATGTGAATGATAATTATAAAAATGGAGTTGTTTTAACAGGTGTAAGTTTTCCAAGAGATAAAATAAATTTCACACCTGATTACCACATTCAAATAAAACTATCTAAACAAAATTTATTAAAAAAAAGAAGTGAAATACTGGATGAATTGGAAGATAATTGTTCAGGTACATCGGAAAACAAAATAGATAAAAACTTGGAATATACATTATTTAATCAAGTGACATATCCATATTATCTGAATTTAACAAATAATTCAGACATAACCAAATTTTTAAACGCAAACGAATATATAAATCTAAGCAATGATGAGTATAATGAGAAACTTTATGACGAAGCGTTTGATTATCTTATGAAACAAATTTCAAAAGCAGTGTATTCTCAATGAAAATAACACTTTATTTACTTCATAATAATATATAAATTATGATAAAACAGTATTTGAAAATAGTGAGAATGAGTATATTGAATATACAATTTGAATATAAATTACTTAAACAGAATTTAAAACATAATGACAATACAGTAAACATAGAATTATTAGTGAAATTTTATAACAAAGCCATAAAACAATTAGAACGATTCATAAATTCACTGTTGGATATATACAACAATATATTGAACTGGAATATAAAATATGTTTGTTTTGGAGAAATACGTTTAGATAATTATAATTTTCCAAGAACTGCTGAATTAATTGTTGTAATCAGAATGTTAAAACACAACGTGATTGATTTGTTTGTAAAATCGATATATATAGCTAATATGTATCCAAAGGTTGATTCGGTCGAGATCATTGAGAAAAAAATTATAGATGGAATAAAAATATAGATTATTTTAAGATAAAATCTTAAGGTATATATATATATCAAGAATGAATAATTCGGGTGTCCAACAAAAAATAAATAAATACCAACAAAAATTAGATAGCACCGACAATATGTCTAAAAGAGAAGTATATCAGAAAAAAATCGATTACTACAAGTCTTTACAACAAGTGGGAGGAGATAGCAAGTATTTTAATACTTTTTTAGAAAATCAAAAAAAACAAGCAGAGAATGAAATTAAAAAAATAGTAGAAACATTGTCAAGTAACAATGTAGGTAATCAATTAAACGAATTAATGAAATCATCAGAAGAACTCAAAACAAATTACGCAAATTTGGGAAATGATTTAAGATCAACTATGGAATCATATGCAGGCACAATAAATAGTTTGACCAAGGGTCTTGAAGGATTAAATGTGAAAGATATTACTAAAGAAATATCACAAATTCAAAACGCTATAAATGCGGTACCAAAAACAATCGACGATATTATATTAATTTCTTTGTTAAATGCTAGCCCAGAAGAATTAAGCAAGTATGGAGTAACCCCACAAGATCTAGAGGAATTCAAGAATAGAATGAATGTATCGTTAAATCAACAAGAAGAAAATACAGTAACTAACAACGAACAAGTAGTACAAAATACTGTGGATCAGGAACCAAAACAAAATAGTAATGCAAAAAATGGAGCAAATAACAGTCCAAAGAATAATTCTGTTAACAATTCTGCTAATGCTCCAAAGAATAATTCTGGTAAGCAAGAAGGAGGTAAACGTAAATCAAATATGAGAAATTATTATGACGATGATGAAGAAAATGAAGATGAATGGAAAAGCGAAAGAAAGGTGAAAATGCAATCAAATTATAATAGAAACGAAAATTCGATCAGAGGATATAGTTATTAAATAATTTATAAGGAAACAATTTTTGCTGTTGGATAAAGTGGAAGACAGGAGAACCATAATTGTGGTATTAAGAATGCAGATTTTTCACTAAATTTAAATTTCATTTGATCTATATATTTCAACAAGCCAGAATCCTTGACATTATAACCAGTTGGTTCAGATTCATTAGCATCTTGACCAATTATAATAGAATATTTATCTGACAGACTTTTTGATGATTTGTATTGTACAACATAGACCAAAGTTTTTGGATGTATGTTATATTTAGAACTATTGGTTGGATAAAATATTTTATCATTGTTATAATAATCATTGTTTATCAACTGATGAGGCATATTTTGGTTTAGAGTAATGAATTGTGAATCGGGATATTCTGATATTGCATTTCTAAAAATTTTTATGAAAGATTCCCATCTTTTGACTTTTGAAGTGTAATTGTCGGGATCTGTAGCAAATCCAGAAATAATAGGCAGTAAATTACTTTTTTCATCAGTCAACACAAGTGAAGAATTTATAAGATATTCAGATGGTGTATATTTACCTAAAAACACGCAAGTGGCTAGAGTGAATGGGCACAAAGCTACTGTTATTATTTCTCCTTTTGAATCATCTTCTTCAAAATATTTATCGTGAAGAACAGGATATCGAAGAAAGATATCAAGAGGAACTATTTTCCAGTTCAAGCCATTGTAATAGCATAATATTTTATCTTTTAAAGAAATTTCTGTTTTACTAACAAACTGGTACATATTTTCGGACAGAACTCTATTGGATAAATTGAGACCATGTTTTTGCATTGTATATATTATTATTATAAAAAATTGATAATAAAATAATTTGGCAGCAAAATATGATAAATTATATATACACATGAACTATTACAATAATGAAACAATAGATTATATGTTAAAAAATGACACTTATGGGTTGGATGGTATCACAATTCCTCCATACGAAATGAGCAAAATTAGAGATATTTTGATAAATTCAGAAACAACAAAAAATTGTGAATTGGATTTAAGCGATTATAGAATGAACAGATTGCCAAAAAAACTGAAAAGTTTTGTATGGTTAACAAAACTAATAGTATCTAAATGTGGTTTAATATCTTTAGAAAATTTACCTCCAAATCTTGTTGAGTTAGAAGCTTCATATAACAAAATAAATTATATAGGCAAAATAGATTGGCCAGAATCTTTACAAAGAGTATTACTCGACAATAATGTTATTATGACAATAGATTATTTACCCCCAAAATTGAAATGTTTAGGCCTATCGAAAAATAAAATAAGTAATTTCTTGACAGTGACACCACATACACTTGAGCTACTTGATCTGTCAAAAAATTTGTTAAAAAAAGTGCCTCATTTGAATGATGGTATAAAGGGTTTGGATATATCTGAAAACTATATTGAAGATGTCAATACATTGCCAGACACGATAGAAATGTTAGATTGTTCAAAAAACGAGATCAAATATATAACATTTTTACCAAAAAATATAACACATTTTACAGCCAGTAATAATAAAATAACAAGTGTTGTGAATCTTCCTGATAACATCCAGACGATCGATCTCAGTAATAATCAACTAAGTTACATAAGTTTGAAAGATTCGTGCAAAAACGTTGATCTTTCCAATAATGACATAAGATATTTCAATTGTTATAATTTACCAAAAGATTTGGAATGTTTAAATTTGGAGAATAACGACCTGAATATTGAACATTGTTCATTTGACAAAAATAACAGCAAAATTAAATTTACAGAGAAAAAAGCAATTAATGAAGATAATTCGTATTCCAGTTTTTGGCCACATGACAGCGATTCGCGATATAATTCTTATGACTCATTGTGGTATCGTAGATATAATCCCAGAGATAATGATGGTTATTACAACAGGTGGAATTCATCATCAAATATTTCATCCATAAGATCAAAGTATAACAGAAGAGATCCTCACTATATTGTTCTTAAAAAGAAAGTTGAAATTTAATTTATTTAAAGCTATAAACATAGTCAAAATACATATATAAATGATTAATACAAAAAGTGAACAATTAGAATTATTGGAAAGTTTAGACAAAAAAATTATTATTAAGGAGGTCAAAGAAAAGGGAAAAAATAAAACCTATATACAAGGATTTCAATCATATGAGGAGTTTAAGGATTCTGAAGTTTTAAAAAAAGCAGTAAAAGACATGAAAAATAAGTTTGGCTGTGCATGCACAATTGTTAATGAAAACAATCAATACAAACTAATGCTACAAGGATTTCACAAAGAGAAAATTAAAAATTATTTTAATGAAAAGTATCCAAACGTTAAAACAGAATAGAGCGTTTTTATTTATTATAAAATAGAGTGATTTTATATTATAATGTTTTTTGCACTATTGATATATACAATTTCTTTTTCTGGATTATTATACGGCGTATTCAACTACAGTCGATATTTGGAAAAAACACATTTTAGAGAAAAATGTAGACAATTTGGTTTGTTGTTAAATAAATATGTAAATAACAAATATTTCGATTTTTTCTTTGAAAATTTTTTGAATCAATTTTTGATGTTAAATGAATCATTTTGTGGATTTCTTGAAGGATTTATGAATTTACAGCCAATGATAGAACTTTATCCCGCAAAAGAAGACTTTGTAGAAGAAAACATTAAAAAAATGTTAAATCCAGAAATACCTTTAATAGAATTTAATCAAGAATCGTTACAAAAAAGTGAACAACAAGTAAATATATTAGAAACTGATCAAAAAAGCGAACAAAAAGATAATATATTGAATACAGAACAAAAAAATGAACAAGGGAGCGAACATACATACAGTATATTGGAATTTGACCAAAAGAGCGAACAGCAAAGTAGTATATTAGAATTTGATCCAAAAAGTGAACATAAAGATAATATTTCAGATTTGTCATCAGAAGAAAAAGAAAAAGAGAATGATAAAAAACCTAAATCTCTATATGAAAAGATAGAAAAAATATTAAGAGTAGATAACATTAAAGTAATGTCGTTTAATGATAGAAAGGAAGATATAGAATTATCAGAGAATTCCATATTCATCAAGAAAACAGACAATCCAAAAAGAAAGAACAGAATAATTATAAAAAAGAAACAAAACAAAAAATAATATTATAGAGAAATATATATATATGGCAACATTATTTGATGAAAAGGATTTGCAAAATATAAAGATGGAATGTAATAAAAAAATAGATTTTGTTGTACCTGACGATATGATAAATTCGGATGGAACGAAAAATTATGCATATGTGACTCTTGTTATGTTAGGAGATTTATATGTGTCTGCTGCAATAGTTTTGGCACATTCATTGAGAAAATTAGAAACCAAATCGGATTTAGTAGTATTGGTAACTCCGGATGTATCAGAAGCAGCAAAAAGAGTTTTGTCTATCTTTTTTGATAAAGTAAAAGAGATAAACTATGTGACTGTACCAAATTGGAGAACAAAAAAACAAACTCATCGTAAATATCTTGAATTAGTTTTCACCAAATTTCATCTGTTTAATTTAACAGAATACAAAAAAGTTTTATTGATAGATGCTGATGCTTTGATATTGAAACATCCTGATCATATATTTAGCTTAGAAACTCCAGCAGGTTGTTTATTAGAAAACAAAGATTTATTTATTTCCTATGATAATAGCGGCAACTACATATTACCACCAGATGGAAAAATAAAATGGTACGATGTTTATTGCGAATGTTGTCCACATGGTAGTTTAATACCAAAAGAAATGACAGATAGAATTTATAAAAATTTTTCAAATAGTGGAATAGGAGGAGGATTAATGTTATTAAAACCGCAAAAAGGAGAATTCGAAAATATATTGAATGACGTGTCACATGGAAAAATGAAATATTTATTGGAAAATAAATTAGTGTGGCCCGAACAACAATATTTAACATTAAGATATTCTGGGTCATGGCATATGATTGATGCACGTTTCTTTGGTTTACAGGGTTATCCACATTATTCAGTGCTATATGGCTTACAATATGGTGGTGATAAACCATTTGTTTTAAATAGTAAAATAGACATAAATATCAGAGTTGAATTTCCAGACTTCATTTTATGGCATAATTTTTATGGTGAAATATTGAAGGAACATCCAGAATTATCAGAAAACTCATCCTTAAAAGAAACAAATGAAATGCATAAATTTTTTAAGATTAATTTGAAAAGATTCCATAAATATTCATCAAATGATGAAAGTCAATTGATAAGAAAAATTTCTGACAAATATGGAGTAGATCAAAAAAAAATTAATTTAGAACATTTATCATATTATTGGTTGGATGATGAATTGAATTATAGACCAGTAGATTACAATATTCCATTATTTGATCAGATAAATGAATACAATTATATGGAACCTATTAAAAAACTTTCTGAATATTTTAAAAATAACGATTTTTACACAAATTTATATTCAAAATATAATGTACCATCGATAAACGAATCATTAAACAAATATGATATGATTATTCCCGAAGATCAAGACGAAATAATGTTACAATATATCAAATGCCGACCAAAAACATTTGTAATAACTGTATGGAGTATAGGAATGTCTAAATTTAGAGAATTGGTAGAATATCTTAGAACCAAAGGAAATATTTATTACGAGAAAACTATAAATTTATCAAAAAATGCAATTAGAAATTTAATGTTTTGGATGTACGATGAATTTAGAATATCTGCCAAATTAGAATTTATAGAAAAAAAAATGGACTATACAAAAACACAACCCTATGACAACAAAGTCGGTTTTATATTTTTTGATAATGTTAGAGCAGAAAAAATATCGGGACAAGGAGCTTCTTTTAAAACTGAAATTAGAAACAAAATAATGGAATTGATAGGAGCAGATAGAAAAGAGATAAGAGGTAATGATATAATTCATATAAATGACTATTTTTATCAAACAGTAGAATATTCACAGATAATATTAAATAAAAATACGATTGATCTTCTGGAAAAACAAGACGTTAGAAAATTTAATAGTAATCTTATGAAATCATCCAACTTAAAAATTCAAACATTTAGAAAATGGATTTATAACAATTTAAGTCCAATCGAAATTATGAGAATATTGGTTGTGGGAAGTATTGTTCTAAATGCTTATGGCATAAGAAAATCTAATGATATTGATGGTTTTATGATAAACAAAAATAATTCGTTCGTTGAAAAAGAATTAGAGCAACTAATAATGACTAATTTAAACAATAAAAAAACAAGATTCTTTTTTACTGATTTTGGACTAATCAATTCTTCTCATTGGAGAGAAAGTTGGACTGAAAAAAATATGGATATGTTTAAACATTTGAATATTAAAAGTCATGAAGATTCAACACTCGATCCAAAAAATTTTATGTTTTTTAATGGTTTGAAAGTCTATATTTTGGATTTTGAGTTGGTGAGAAAAATTATGAGACATCGTGCTCAAGATTATGCTGACTTTATTATAATGTATTTTTATTATAGAGATCTTTTGGGAAATTATGTTTATTTGAACCAAGATAATAAACTTCAATTTGACAAGAAATTAAATGTCGAAATAGAAAATAAAAATAATGCAAATATTGATCATTGCATAAAAATTGATGAAAGAAATGATGTGAATTTTGTGAATTGTATTAAACAAGAAATAATAAAAAAATATGATGAAAAAATTAATAAACAAATAACAAAAAACGTTATTGCTGGTATGTTTTATTAAGATTTAAAAACCGGACCATTTAAGTGTTCCTTCGTCTCTTCCACATTGTAGTACTCTATCGTCTGAACTGCCATAAACAAAACCACACCCAACATAAAAAGTAGAATCTCTTGGCAATAAACATGGATCATTGTTTGGAATACTATCGCCTATGAATTTATATTCAGACAATCCGACATTACATTTTTCTTGAAAATCGGTTAATGTGGGATAGGCATAACCACATCCTGAATATATTGAATCTCCTCTTTTTAGACATGGGATAGAATTATTAGATGGATTATCAGAAATCCATTTTATAGATCCCTCGTCTCCTCCACATTGCGCGCCTCTTTGTTCTGGATTTGCGTATGCATAACCACAACCAATGTATAATGGTGACTCTCTTGGTAATAAGCAAGGATCATCATTTGGTATCCCGTCTCCAATAAATTTATATTGTGTTAAATCATTACCGCATTGTTCTTGGAAAGTTCTGATATCTTTATAACCAAATCCACATCCGGCGTATATTGGTTGACCTCTGCTCACACAAGGTTGATAAGGTGTTGGAACTGGAACTGGAGGAAATGTTGGAGGATTTACCGGGGGAGTTGGTGGTATAGTGGGAGGATTTACCGGGGGAGTTGGTGGAGGAACAGTTGGAGGGACTGTTGGAGGTATAGTTGGTGGTCTAACTACTGGTGGAACAGTTGGAGGAACAGTTGGAGGAACAGTTGGAGGAATAGTTGGGGGTATAGTTGGGGGTATAGTTGGTGGTCTAACTACTGGTGGAACAGTTGGAGGTACTGTGGGAGGAACTGTTGGAGGAACAGTAGGTGGTCTGACTACTGGAGGTGTGGTTGGGGGAATTGTTGGCGGAATTGTTGGCGGAATTATTGGAGGTCTAATTGGTGGCGTTGTTGGTTGTTGTGATGGAAACAATATCATTGAACCAATAGAAAATATTACTAAACACAAACAACAACAAGATAACAATATCAAAATAATAACAATAGGGAGAGGAGCATTTTTGGATAAATTGTAAAAAGTATTGTCTGAATACATATATATATAAAATGTGTTGATAAAATATTAACAAATAAATTAAAATTCAAACTTTATATCGAAAAAGTTTGAATCAAAGGTATAATGAGTATATGTACGATATTTTTCTTTTAATGCTCGTTCTTTTTTTTGCATTTCAATTGCAAAAAATTGGTATTCTTTTAGATACATATCATTTTGTATTTTATTATTGACAAGATATTTATGATTTGTATAAATTTCATTTATCTTATCAACAATATTTTGTTCATCATCTCTTTTAAATAGATTATGTGTGTAAATGTATTCAATATCTTTGATGTCATTTTTGTCACATTGAGAAAGATATTGAACCATACAATCATTACCTTTACTGTATTTTTTCTTGATAGCCATTAAGAAATATTTCTTTGACAAATTCTGTTTTTTTATTTTTTTATAATGATTTCCTAAAGCATACATACATTTATAACTACCTTTGTCACAACCAACCGAATAATATATAACAGCAGTATCATAATCTTTTTTTCGCCAGTATTGTTCTCCCAGGTTAAAAGCTCTATTTTTGGCTTTAGATGAACAATGAGTGGTTAATGACATCAAATAATACTTTTTGGCATTATAGTGATCATTTTCTTTTGTTTCATAATAGTTACCCAAATTGTACATACAATCAGAATTTCCTTTCTCAATTCCCATCAAATAATATTTTTTTGCGTTATCATAATCATTTTCTATTGTTCTATAATAGTGGCCCAAATTATTCATACAACTAGAATTTCCTTTTTCAACTCCCATTAAATAATACTTTTTTGCGTTGTTGTAATCATTTTCTATTGTTTCGTAATAGTGGCCCAAATTATTCATACAACTAGAATCTCCTTTATCAATTCCCATCAAATAATACTTTTTGGCGTTATCAAAATCTTTCTCAATATGTTGAAAATGGTGACCCAAATTATTCATACAATCAGAATTTCCTTTCTCAATTCCCATTAAATAATACTTTTTGGCATTATCATAATCATTTTCTATTGTTTCATAATAGCGACCCAAACCATTCATGCAATCAGAATCTCCTTTCTCAATTCCCATTAAATAATACTTTTTAGCGTTATCATAATTTTTTTCTATTGTTTTATAATAGTGGCCCAAATTATACATGCAATCAGAATCTCCTTTATCAATTCCCATCAAATAATACTTTTTGGCATTATCAAAATCTTTCTCAATATGTTGAAAATGGTGACCCAAATTATTCATACAATCAGAATTTCCTTTCTCAATTCCCATTAAATAATACTTTTTGGCATTATCATAATCATTTTCTATTGTTTCATAATAGCGACCCAAATTATTCATACAACTAGAATTTCCTTTTTCAACTCCCATTAAATAATACTTTTTTGCGTTGTTGTAATCATTTTCTATTGTTTTATAATAGTAACCTAAATCATTCATGCAGTTAGAGTGTCCTTTTTGAGCACCTATTAACCAATACTCGAGAGTTTTTTCATAATTTTTTTCGTAATAATAAAGATCTCCAATCTCATACAAGGAATCAATGTTATTTCTGTTTATAGCCATAACATAATAAGTTTTTGATTTATTGTTATTTATGAACGAGTAACAATGTGCAATAATACGTAAAATATCACCATTCATCGTTTTGATATTATCGTATTATCCACAGAGACCAAAAATAAGTAATTTTTTCAATTTTTTATATTTTAAATTCAGCTAATATATCAGTTTTTCTTTCGCTGTAGAATAAAAAATTAGAAATCTGTTCATTTATTGATTTTTTAAGTAAATTTTCCATTTTAGCAACAATTATGGATGGCGGGTATTTCATTTTAAAAAAGTTATGTTCGATATTGTCGACATTTATGTATTTTTTTTCAATAGCATAATAAATGATACTTCTCAACAACATTTTATTTTTTATATAATCAGGATATTTAGATAATTCAACGTCTATTTTTCTTTTCTCAGACAAAAAATATGACTCAAATTTATCATCATTTTTTTGATCAACATATTTTTTAAATTCCACCAAACTACCACTAAATTTTTTTTCAATAGCGGAAACTAATATTCTTTTGGGTAAAGCCTCAATATTTTCTAGATCAGTATTATTTTTTATGTGGGCCAATATACTTTCATTATCCATTACATTATTATTTTTCAAAATACTTTGAGATTTACCGAAATCTGATATAATAAACAAATATCCACAAGTTGGAACATAATATTCATTGTTTTCAATAATATATTTGAAAAATCCTTTTTGTATTCTTTTGAATAATATATTTTTTGGTTTTAAATCAGCATGGAAAGATTTAAGTTTTTTTTGGAATACGTATATACCATACAATATTTGAAAAAGAAAACTATTCCATTCCTCGACTGAATGTTCATCTTCAGTCCAATTTTCGAGTGTTCCATTGGCATATTCGTTAAAAAAATAATAGTTGTTGGAAATTATTTTATTTTCATAATTATAGACAAAATGCGGGCAAATATTTTTATCAACAATATTTTTAACTGAATTTAAAAAGAAAATCTCATTTTTAGTTTCATCATTTATTTTTGAAATTTTTATAACAACAGATCCGCATTTATCTGATTGTAATAAATAAGCAATACCCTGACCACCTTTGCCTAAAAATTTAATTGATAATCCTGCTTGTTTTATAAATTGTGTTTTATTGTTAAATAAATTATTGTTATGTTTGATCATTTTAGACAAACTCTCTATACATTGATCAATATTCAACAAATCATAACCATTGGATCTATAACTTAATTGCTGAAGTGACATATATATTTTTATCTCAGAACATTTAATGATCGTAATTTATTATTTAATGCATAATTTTTTAATCTAAAGTTTAAATTGGATTGGAAACTGCTGTCTAAAAAAGTGGTTAGAGATACATATTCGACTGTTCTGGCAAAATTATCATGTATTTCCTTATCGCCAAATGCTTTAACATCTATTTGAGATTCTTCTTCATCCAAAGGTAGTATGGCAATATAGTATTTTGACACTTTGCTATATACATTATCATTACACTCATCTAATTTTTTCATTATATGGTCTTTTTTAAATACACCATTCGATTCCTCTTCTATTTCTCTTGAAATGGTCTCATATATATTTTTATCATCATCGTCGATCTTACCACCAAAATCCTCATATTTGTTATTTGTTTTTGTTAAGAGCAAATATAGATCATCTTCTGCATATTTATAAAATATGGCACCACCAGCCTTTATTTCTTTTGATTTATCATTATCATAATAAAAAATATTTTTACCTTTCATATAAATGTTAGTATATTCCATTTCTTAAAACTGTTTTAGGAAAAAAAAGTTGATTATAAAATTTTCTATCCCAATATGTTATTCAATTTGTAAAATGAATATTATAAATAATTACAAAAATTTGCAGAAATTTTATGTTTATACAACAACAGACAAAATTTGGAAAAATTATATTAACATAAAAACAAAAAACAAATTTTTGGGATTAAGTAAATTAACTGAAGTTGATGAAAATTCAATTGTCATTATTTATATAAAGGGGAAAAGTAATAGATTTGGTGCGATCGGATTAACTCATAAAGATTATCTTAATTCTATGAAGAATAGAGAACTCTTTATTGATCCTGGGCAACAACATTTATTGAGAATGAAAGAATTGCTGTTGTTAAAAAACACGTGTTCTATAACATCAATAAAAAAAGATATACAGAATACAAATTTCAAATCGGTACAATGGTTTTCTTCCAATTATGCAAAAAATAATTTTAAATTAGTAGAGTTAGGTAGAAATATAGCAATTAGTCTTATTAATGTTTTGTATCAAAATGAAGGTTTCGATACAAATGATAATTGCGATGTTGAAGACGAAGATAATAACGAAAATAATGATGATAATAACGAAGAAGACAACAATGAGGAAGAAGATAATAATGAAGAAAATAATGATAATAATGACAATAATGATGAAGAAGATAATAATGAGGAGGACAATGAAGAATACAATGGCGATAATAATAATGATGAAGACAATGAAGAAGATAATAACAACAACAATGACGATAATAATGAAGAAGACAATGACAACAACAATGACAACAATAATGAAGAAGATAATGATGACAATAATGACGATAATAATGAAGAAGATAATGATGACAACAATGACGATAATAATGAAGAAGATAATGATGACAACAATGACGACAACGATGACGATAATAATGAGGAAGGCAATGACGACAACGATGACGATAATAATGACGACAACGATGACGATAATAATGACGACAACGATGACGATAATAATGACGATAATAATGACGATAATAATGAAGAAGACAATAACAATGAAGAAGATGATGACGATAACTATACTCAAACCGATGATGACAGTAGCAAGTCCAAATCATTTAGTTCGAGTGAAGAAAAAGATTCTGAAGACGCCGAAGAAGAGCAGGAGGAAGAAGATCCAGAACATAAATTTGGTCATATTCCCGTGGTAATATCAGTATGTCAAAATTTTAAATTACCAAGTATAAAATGCAATAATAAAAATGTAGATGATTACGGAAACACCAAAGACGATATAGAAAAATGCAAATATGTTAAAGATCATATAAATGAATGTATTTTATGTGATAAAACAAATAACGATCCGAATGATATTGGTTCATTTTTGAACAAAGCAGCATTAATGTTTGGTTTTATTACAGGAACTGACGGAGAATATGATTATATAATGGATTCGTATTATAATCTCAAAAAATACAATCCATTTGGTGATAGCATTGATGAATATTGTGCCAAAATATATTATATAACAAAAGACGATGTTTATAGTAATTGCTTAGTAATAGTATGGGCAGATCCAGACCCAGATAATAAATGATTAATTATTTTTTTTGAAATATTTAGAATATCCAAACCATGACAACAATCCAACGACTAATCCCAAACCAACTATATATTTGACTTTTTTTATTGATTGTTCTTTTTGTTGATAATCCTGTACATAGTACAAACCTAATTCTTGGGCATAAATAGAATCATTTACGTCAACATCTACGCCAACATTAACATCAGTGTTTTCGTTGGAATTAATGAAATTACTGGCAGCATCATATTGCAAGTTTTTATCGTTATCTAAATTTTGTGTTTCCATATGATATATTCAATTTAAGTTAAATAGGTTTCTAATAAATATTTTTTTCAATTTTTTAAAACAAAAAGTTGAAAAAAGTACTGATAATAAATATTATAAATATTTGGACATATATTATTGACTAATAATATAATCGTTTTTGATATGAATACAATAAATAATTCAATCTACTTGGGATTTAATGTAAATATAACAAATATACACAACAGTTATTACAATGATAATTTTACTTTAATAAGAAAGAAAGATGAGCAACGGAAATCAGAAAATTTGTCAAAAGAATTTGAGGAAAAAATTAATAAAATAATAACCTCGCTGAAATCCGAAAACTTGTTATCAGGATCGACATGGTTCATTGATGAATATAATTTCAGATTTGTGGATTTTTATGAAAAATATCTCAATCAGATATTGAATAATGGTGGTGAAATAGGTTTATTGATTGTCACAAATGATGACAATAGCAATAAGATAGATGAAGATAAACTAAAAGAATCATATGAAAGATTAAATTACAAAACAAATGTAAAATGTATTAAGATTAATAATTTTTCAAATAACATAATAAATAAAATATCTGGATACACAATAGTAAGTCAATTGAATAGTGATTCAACGATCAAAATAAAATCAAATAATGTTTATATAAAAGAAATAATGCCAAATAATATAATAGATACAATTTATAAACTCAATAAAAAAAGTAAATCAGACCCAATGTTTCTGAGGATAGAAATAACCCCAGAAAATTGTGAAAATGTTCTGAAATCTTTTAAAACATCTCTTATAGAAATCAGTCGATCAAAACAAATTTTAAGAAGTTTAAAATGCAATGAAATGGCAAAACTATTTTTAGACAATAGAGGTTTAATTAGTCAGCATATACCAATATCTAATAAAAATTATAGACATTTATCTAATTCTATAATTCGACTAAATTGTATACATGATGAAGATTTTATAACTACTATATCAAATAGCGAGATTAAAGTAGAGTATGTGGCAGATAGGCCATTTACATCTTCTGGTATAACATTTTTAATAAAACCAGAAATATTGAAGAATATTTATGAAACAAATAAAGTTGTGATTAAATTTTATGCAAAAAGTAGTACTGATAAAACATTAAAATTTTTTACAGGAAAAAACTATATATCAGTTGCAAAATTAGAAAGTAATTATAAATTTTTTGCTGTTGAATGTGATATGTTCATATCCCAGGGACATTCAATTTTTAGATTTAATTTGGAAAAACCAAAAAAATTCTCTAACTTTTATATGAAAGATGTTGAATTTGAAAACATGGGTTCTGGAGCATCTCGACACATGTCAAATATAACATCTTGATAACAATCATCACAGAAAAAATCTTCATCATCAATCATATTGTCACAAGTTTCACATTTTTTTTTCAACTCATCACAAACCACATTATCATTTTTATTATTATTCCAAAGATAATAAACATAATTGCCCATATATAACATTACTGTGAAAAAAATTGAAATTAGTATTCGTTGAAATTCTTCAATATTTTGATTGCAATAGATCCATATTTTTTAACAATGGAACAATCAGCTTATATGCAACGAATGCAAAAAAACACAAACAGTTTATTGGCTCAAGAAAAGTATTTAAATGATTGTGTATCAACCTTAGATAACACAGAAATTATAGCAATTGACACATTAGAAACTTTGAAGGGTCAGGGGGATCAGTTAAATAAATTAATTGAAAAGACAGATGATTTAAGTGAAAATTTGTCAATATCAAATAGAATAATTCGAAGTATGGAATGGAGTAAAATTAAAAATACATTGTTGGTATTGTTAATAATTATTATTCTTTTAATAATTATCGGATTTATTGTGATGATGTTTCTTTATAGTATATATCGTGATATGCGATAACAATATAAGTTTAGTACTTAATAGAAAAAGTCATACTAGTATTTATATGATTGATAAAATTTTTTGTATTAGTTTGAGAAATAACAAAATTAGACGAGAATTAATGAAAAATCAATTGGAAGAACTTTTTCCAAATAAATATCAAATAATGGATGCAGTAACTTGTGAAAATAATTTAGTGTTAAGCACATTTAACAATTTAACTTTAAAATCTTCAAATATAGAAGCTTTATCACAGATAGCAATATGTTATAGTCATTTAAATTGTCTTAAAGAAATTGTTGAAAATAAGTTGATATATGGTGCTATTATTGAGGATGATATTAGAATAAAACCAGATATTAACGTCAAACTTAAAGAGTATTTTGATAATAGTCCAGACATCAGGAATATAATGAAAAATGAACCATGTATAATACATTTATGTGGTCCATATAACTACATTCAAACTGTAAATAAGTTCAGGGAAAGAGGTGATGAAATTATTATTAATATTTGTTTTTATATAATAAATTATCGAATGGCAGAAATTCTAATAAATAATTTTTTTCCGGTAAAATGGCAATTTGATACATATGTATCAAAAATGATTAGAGAAATGAACTTAAAAGAATATACTGCATGTCCAATACTTGCTTGGGATTTGTCAAGTACATTATATTCAAATTTTTGGTCAAAAGAAGATTGTTTATTAAGAAAATCATTATTTAGCACATCTAAAATAAATAAAATAAATTATTCATTAATGAAATCAAATATTTGTTTTGACAATGATGATTTACTGTTCGAAAGTTTTTTGTATAAAAATATTTTGAATAATTGTGAAAAAAGATTTCAATTTACGAATCAAGATGAGATACACTATCTTCCTTTTTTATCCGCTTTATCAAATGTGAACAACAAAACGATAATATCAGGACAAGGAATATATAGTCTTGAGGATGAGATAATAAATCCATTAATCATTTTATTTGTTCGTGGTCCATTGACCAGAAATAAATTCCAAGAAAAGAATGTACCATGCCCAGAAGTGTATATAGAACCACTGATAATATACAGTCTAATTGATAAATTTAAGATTACAAAAAACATTGGTAATAAAATTATTTTCCTGCTAAATTTTGACGTAAATATGAACGCAGATATTGATAAAACCAAAATAATAAATGTATCAAAAAGTGATTTTCAGTCAATCATAAAGTATATTAAAAACAATGACATAATAATCAGCAACATTTATGAAATACTAGTTTTATCAACATGTTATCAAAAAACTACAATTCCAGTAAGGAAAGAGAAAGATTTCGATTTAAGATTTTTAGATTATCTCCTTGGTTATAAAAGTATAATAAATACATACAGTATATCTGAACTTAACTTTTTGAAATTGGATGATATAATTAATAATTCTATCACAAACAAAACCATAAGTTATCCTCAAATAGATTATAAAGAGTTGATATATAAGCAAAAAAAAGTAATTAATTGTATATCATATCTTAAATAATTGTTAATATTTTTGTTTTTTTAATAACATATATTTTTTCTTATATTTAGAAATGTATTCTCTATCACCACCAACTATATTCAAAGATTTTTGTTCATATAAAGACAACATAACTACACCATTAACTAAAACTTCGTTTAATAATGCCTTATAATTGTCAAATAGTTTATCAATAATATTTGGATCATTTATGTCATAACTATCGAACAAATAATCATTTCTGAATTTATTGATCAAACTTAAAATTTCTTGTCTATGTCTATATTTACTATGATATAATCTGGTCCAAAACAATAAGAAAGTAAGATATTTATCAAAATATTTGTATTTATCATTTATTTTAATTATATTGTCATGTCTGTCATTTGGGAAAACATTTAACATATCTTCAATTTTATATTTTGCATACGTATGAGCGTTGACAAGATCGATATTAGCAGTGTATGGACAAATTGACTTTACATCAATAAATTTAGTAAAAAGATGATAAGGAAACAAATTATTAGGATCTTTATTATTCAAATATGATAATACATTATTTGTCAATAATACGACATCTTTCATAGGAGAAATAATATCATTATTAATATCATGAGATATGAATGCGCAAACTACTAATCTTTTAATTCTTTTTCTATATTTAGAGTCAACCCATGGCAAAATATTATTTTGATAAAAAAGAACAAATTCAAGATCTTTGTACAAATCCATTGGGGAATATGAATCGATGAAATAATCATTATTGTTAATATGAAGACACAAAGTGTGCAAGCCGTGATGATTTATATCATTGATGAATGCTCTTCTAGAATGATCATCAAAATTAGGTATAGAAATATCCAAAAATTCAGTTGGTATTTTATAATTAGATTGTAATTGGACATCATTATTTTTTTTGATTGCATTATCCAAAACAATATTTAACTTTATTCTGGCTAAATCAAAATTGGAATGAATACTGTACACGTTTCTTTCTTTTTTTATAGTATTGTTAAAAGTGATATAGTGATATGCTTGATGATCTTGTTTATTGTTGTTAGTATTAAATTCATTTTTGATTATTATAACTTCTTCTTGTTTATTCGCATCATTTTTTGCTAGCATCATTGAAGAGTATCTAGGTATTATTTTTAGTTTGCCGCTATTTTCAAAATCATTTTCGACTAAAAATAATGGATCAACTATGCCATTTTGAGCTATGTATCTATCCACTGTTCTGCTCGTTCCGACATATGATGTTTCATATTTTGGTTGATAAAGGTCTTTATTATATTCATTTGTATTGGCTGGATCATATTTACCTTTAATTTTTCTCAGAAACTCAATAATTTTTTGTAAAGTGTAAAAATCATTTTTCAACAATTTGGCTTTTTTGTTATTAATGTGATTATCAATATTGTTTTTCAAAACATTTAAAATTTGATTATTAATAGCAATTGGATTATTCATTTTACCAGAAATATATTTCATCACAACAATTGTTTCATAGTAGAGCAAAAGTTTTCTTATATTTAATACATAGTGTATATTTTCATTTGTTATAATATTATATGTAGTTTGCATTAATGCAATTATTTGTAAATCAAAATTCGGTATGATATTTCCGTTCAAGAAAGTATCCAATATATAGGTTTTCATAACTGTCAAACAATTTTTGACTTGATCTACATTGTTGTTGAATATTTCGTTTTTTTCAAGATAATTTTGATTGTCGAAGTTATCAATTGTAGTCATATTTTTGTAGATATTTAGATTAACATTCATTGTGTTAGTTATGACTTGTTCATAAACATCATCGAAAAAGTTAGATATACTTTGTAGACTAACAAATAATATTTTGGTTACTATATCATGTAAAACTATATATCTTCTGTTATCATAACATCTGATATAAATACTAAAGTCAACATCGCTCACTTTAAAATTTGAAGCCAAATCATCGAGTATATAATCATTCAGAGTGATATTATTGATATTAGTGAGATTACCTTTATAATCAATATAATTCGGTATATTAATTTGAGAATTAGCGGAAGCACCATAATTTACTATCGTTCTCTGTAGAGAATCGGTTTTATTTGGTAGCGCATTGATTTTTTTCTTTATAACGTCATTAAATACAATATTCATAACTGTACCACCTTTAAATATTAAATACACATTTTCATCACCATATAGTGGATATGAATTATTCTCTATTAATTTGTTATTCAAATTGATTTTGATATCTTTGTATATGGTATAAAAACAATAATCAATAAACATATGTCTTAAATTTATGTTGGCGGGCCCATCCAAAAATGTTTTTGTAAATGCATCAGTCGAAATATCTTTGTATATTCTAGCCTGATTTTTTCCAAAAATACCATAATTAAGACTTTCATCGTCAAAGAAACTGTTGAGATGTTTGAATGTAAATTTTTTGTTCATTTGTATATAAAAAAAACTGAAAAAAAAAATATACTATAAAATCTATACGTAACAATGAGCCTATTATCAGCTACAAAATTAGTAAACCAAGGAGAAAAACGACCTATTATGCCCACACAACAGTATAATATATCAAACCTTTTCACAAATCAAAAAAATAATTCAACTATTGACCAAGTTGAGAATAACATTGATATTGTTGAATATTATAAGAATAAATACAATAATAACACATATTTTAAAGAATCAACTATAAATCTAGAAAACAACAATTTTATTGTTTCAAACTATGCACCTGTACAGGAACTTAAACACAAAACTCAAATAAAATACAATTTTTAAATATAGAATACAGACGAGTAGACATCGTATAATGGTAACAATATAATTAATTATGAAATGTGACAGTATATATGAGTTTTTTTATTGAAATATACAAATAATTTATCAAGATATTTTAATGACAGAAACAGTCGAAGTTGCCAAAAAAGAAGAAGTTATTAAAAAAGAAGATAATGCCAAAAAAGAAGAAGTTATTAAAAAAGAAGAAAATATTAAAAAAAAGTATGTAGTATTAAAAGGAAAAATAAAAAAATTTGATCAAAAATTATACGATAAATATGATATACCGGCAAGAGAAATTATGAAAAAGATATTGGGAAACAATATAAGAGATAATCCTGACATATACGCAGAAGACATGATATTAGAACTACCAGAATGTAAATATAAATTTGTAGAATTGCAAGTGTGCGCAAAGTGGATAAATGATAAATATCCACACGAATACCCATTTGTTTATGAAAGAAAGGGCCATTTTTCAGACGATACTTTATATATAATATTTAGTAAGAACATGACAAGGGGGTTAATTTTTGATAAAAAATCGCTGAACAAGGAACCCAAGAGAATACAAAAATATTCCAGAACTTTTGTTTATGATGTGGCATGGAGATATGTTATGCCGTTTATCACAGAATTTTTGGATGCGGATGTCATTAAAAGTTATTAAAAAAAATTGATTTTTATTTATTTTGGATTGTTTATAAGTATTGGAGATTATAAACAATGAGTATTGTTATTGATCTTGATCGTGAATTTGCAAAATTTTATGTTACGGGTGAGCAAAATAATGCTGTTCATCAAACTAAAAAAACTGAACCAGACAATACACTCGAGATAACATCTGGATTTGGTTTAGTAACTCAATTCAGCACAATTTCACAAAATGAAAAAAGTATAAAAAGTACTAGATTTTTATGCCCATTATTTACTTTGCTAACAGCATACCATTTTATGAATACGAATGTAATTAATAAACTACAACATGAAAAAATTATAGTTGTATGTGATAACATTATTAATAATACAAAGATACCATTTTCGGCTAGTTTTGATGATATAATCGCATTATCAAAGATGCAGAATATGGATTCGAAGGCTATGCTAAACAATGAGATTGACTATAAATTATTATTTCCTCAAGAAAATAACAAATATTGTGTAATTATTTTAAAACAAGGAAAATATTTTATTGTGGCATTTGATGGTGCAACTTATTGTGTGAGAGATTGTCATATGGACGAACAATATAATTTTTGCGATTATAGAGATCTGATTATGCATTTAGAAAACAATTACAATTTAGGAGAAACAATGGAAGATGATTTTTGTACGGAATGCGAAGTTATAGAGTATTTGATAATTGATGATAAATTCGAACTCTCTGATCACCTGAGCAAATTATGCCATACCATTGAATAATTTTATTTATTAAATAAAATTGATCAAGACATATGTACATCCATACGACAAACCATACTTTCAAAAAAAGATACTAATATAATTTATCACAATAGATTAAAACATATTGTCAATATCTATTATTTACCAATTCTTTAAGCATTATTAAGAAGAATAATACAAAGGCACTAGTCCCAATGCAGTTGTTAGGACGTTCATTCCTTGTGCGACATAATATAAATCAGTGTAATTATTTCCAATGTAACCATAATTTCTGGCAGTAATCAATGAACTAGCAGATAAAGCAGCACCAATTATCATTATTATGGCCATTGTAATTTGTTTATACTCAAAATCAAAAAAGTATAATATTCGGTGAGTTAAAAATACAAGAATGCTAGCTATAAATAATCCCCATATTATTATTTTGTTTTGAATATTAAAGTCTCCCACAGAATTGAGAGTTAACAGGTAACCTATAAGCATGAAAGTAGCTATTGCAAATATCATATAAATAACAAATGATACATTGACTGAATTAGTAATCTGTGTATTAATTGCAGAAATATTCGGTACAGTTAATGTTATCCCAGAAATATCTGGTGTTTTGATGGTTTTGGTTAAACTTGTTTTGGTAGAAGTTTTTGACATAATGTGTTATATATATTTATTTATAACATATTTTATTTATAATATATTTTATTTATAATTGTGCATCAATAAACTAAATACAATGGAACAAAACCAAACACAGTTACAGTCACATTGAGTGCATGAGAAACATAATAATATAATTGATCGCTATATCCGATATGTTCGAATAGTTGTTGAGATAATAAACATAAGAATACGACAATGGATTGAATAATTATTGATGCCAAAATGATGAATTTTTTATAAGGAAAGTCTAATAAGAACAAAATACAATTGAATGAGAAAAGTATGATATAAAATATAAATAAAAACCATACAATTATAAAATTAAAAAAATTTTGATCGTTATTATCATTTAAAGTTAGTAAATATGCAATTAACATCATATTACTGATTGCCAGAATGATATAGATGAGAAAAGATATTTTTGGAAAAGAATAGAATTTTGATCGTAGGATTCTTTTAAAATTTTCATTTTCTTCATATTTTTTTACGTCATAATCAGACATATAATATATTAACCAATATATTAAATTATGAAATATAATATATTTATTAATATAATTTTGGAATATTATTTTATTACTCTAAAATATATATAAAATGAACAACTTAAATGCCATAAACTATGAACAAAATAATCAAACACCATTTTTTTCAAGAAACTTAGATTTTTTGGGAATTAGAATACCATACTGGTTATTAATTTTGTGTTTAATCATCATAGTAATAATAATTATATTTAGTATGACCGATACGAGTCAAGTTAAACAAATAATACCTTATGACTTTACTGTGACAAGTGATTCTCCGGGAAATACAATTATAGATGATATAATAAACAAAAATTACTGATAACTTCTTGGCAATGATTCACTCATAAACAAGTCCAAAATGTTGTATTTATTGGAAGGAATAGAACAAGCAGATGCGAGTGTATGTCCTCCACCACCAAATAATTTGGCAATACTAGCCACATCAACGTTAGCACTTCTGAATTGAATAATATATTCCTTTCTATCCAAATTTAGAACCCAAAAAATGACAAAATCACAATCAATATTTTCTAAAAATTTAACTGACAGATGACTACTTGATGGGCATCCGCCGCCATTATACACCACCACTTTATATTGTCCTATCGATTTGAAGAATGGAAAATAATCATTATATATTTTTTCTCCAGGAAAAGCTTCAATAGAATATTTTTTCAAATTCATATCAATAAGATGATCTCTATATTCACCATAAATATTTCCTCTTTTGATCAAATTAACAATTTCAGTTTTATCAAAAAGTTTTTTCCAATTTTCTAGATTCTCTTTCGTATTTATAATAGGATATTTAACACTTAATGCACTTATAAAAGGCAATGTATGTTTCATTTTCCATGCACCAATGTCATTATCTTCAATGTATCTGACAAAATAAGGAACTTTTGATTGTTTAAAAAAATAATTCCAAACCAAGGAAGCTCCACTCTTATTTTCATTGTAAACTATTTCGTGTGGAGGTGATGGTTGTAAAGATAATATATCATCTCTTATACTAATATGATGATCAATAAAAGTCATTTTATGAGATCTCTTTAATATTTCAGCCACAATATTTTTTTTATAAGCCACGTCTATAATTATTACATTTTTGCCATCAATATTGGGTGGTAAATGATTGGCTGATGGTACATCAGAGTAAACAATAGCTTTGTCTGAAATCAGATTTGTCAATGTCAAAATAAAAAATCCAGTAAAACCATCAAGACAATTTTTATGATAAATAACATAATCATATAATTCGTTATTGGTTTGCATTATAATAAAAATACAGGTTATTAAATTAAAGTAATATATTTATAAAAAAATTGAATTTTATAATATATTGGAGATCACAAATCAAAAAGGTTTAATATTAGAGAGACATATCACAGCAACAACTGTAGTAAACATGTCAAAAAGCGCGAACAATTGGACCAATGTCCAAAACAAATCAAGATTCCCACATCATAACAGTGGCGAATCAAATAACGATAACACCAAAACCAGTTATGGCAACGGCAACGGTTACGGTTACAAGAAGAATTATGGCAAAAATGCTTATAAAAAAAGCAAGAATTCAAAAGATTTTTTAATTGAAGTAATAAAGGGTAACACAAAAAACAACATTCAAGATTGGGAAAAGATTAGAGATCAAATTTATGAAGAATTTTCAACTTGTAAAAACGAAAAGGAAAATTCTATGATGATGAATAATATCGTCAAGTTTTCATTACATGAAGTATTACGAGATCCAAGAATTATTACAATTATGAACAGTCTTCATAAAGTTGGTCAACATGCTCCAATTCATATTGCATTGTGGAGAAACAAAGATATTGAAAAGTCATTTAAAAGAACCGATGAAGATGCTTTTGAAACAGTCAAAGTGATTATGGAAAATAGTAATTTCAGTGTTTTAGACAAAAATGATAAAGAAGAAACAGTATTAAATTCTTTGGCAGAATCAAGACGTTGTGGTTTTTTGGGAGAAGAAACAGCATCAAAAATTTACGATTATTTAATGGAACCAAATGAAAAAACAATTGCCAATATGACAAAAGAAGTTTTCAACAAGATTACTTCAACGAATTTGGATACATTCCGTCCAACAATTTGTTGGCTCATAAGTCTTCCATTATCCAAGTTTGGTGACGAGATCTTTGAAAAATTACAGTTTGTCAAACCAATGGACAGAGACTCTGTAACGCACAAGTATAGAGAAATTATTAAGATTTCATCATTATTCTCAATTATTTCAAAGAGAGGTCCTGGAAAAAGTGATTATGATGGTTATTTCGAAAAAAATTCTTGGTCACCAAAACACATTGATAAGATTCGTGTCAATATTATAGACAGATTTGTCAATTGTGACTTAGATAAAGCTCATAACATTGAAATTATTGGAGGTGTTGTAGGTGAATTCTCTGGTGAACAAGAGATCATCAATTACTGTCAATCGTATAAAGCAGCTCATCCTGAAATAGTGACAATATGTATTGCTCATGCTTATCCAAGATTCAAAAATAAAATGATGTTGGATATTTTGAGCGAAATACAAAAACATACTAGAGGCAAAGTATTGTTTACCATCAAGTCAATAATTGAATTGTATCAACCGGAAATTGCAAAGAATCAGAAACAGATTGCTTCAGTGAAAAAGCAAGAGGATGAAGAAGAATTGTCAAATCCACTGATAGGAAGATTAGCATTAAGACAACTCAATAAACTACCTGATGAAGAGATGAGAATTGCCGGCGAAGATTTATATCCAGAGGAATTGGACAACGCAGCATATTCTGTATGTGATTATTTGAGTAAAACCAAAAAAGAAGTTCTTTGTGAGGCTATTATTGTCGAGCTACTTGAGTCTGTAAATACAGAAATTGGTTTGAAAGCAATAGACGTTTTGATCAAGTACTTAATTGAAATTAAGGGTTTAGACAAAAAGATCTTTTCAACAATTTTCAAGACAAAAATTGGTAAAATCACTGAATTATATGCAGATGAAAATCCTGCTGGGTTCAAGAAAGTTAGAACTAAACTTGAGAATCTATTCAAATTGTAAATAATTTTATTTATTGTAAATATTTAATTTATTTTTATTACTGGTTCTTGCAACATAGACCAAAATATCAGAATCATTGCCTGTAATATCAATTAATTTTAATGTGTTTTTTATTGGAGTAGGAACAATAGTAAAATTTTTTTTTATATCATCCATTATAATTTTTTCCGGCTCAAAATCTTCTTTTAAGTCTATTTCAGGAAAATTCAAAATAAATTCAGTGTCGTGCTTAGTTAAACATAACAACGTGTACACTTCTTTTTCTTCTTTGATATCGCAGTCACATAACACACAACATTGTATTTGCTCGGCTTCAGGAGGCAAAATTATAGTTTTGTCAGAATAATTGTCTATAATATTAGCAAGTGGAACAATTAACCTTGATATAATAAAAGTAGTATCAGAAAGTTTGTTTTTTTTATTAATACTTTCCAGTAAATTAATCATATCTGATTTTTGGCCGATGATAGTGTAATAAAGTTTTTCAGCAGATATTTCGATTTCAATAATATTACTATTCATTTATAAAATAGCATAGAAAAATAGAAATAAAATAAATTCACACTGTGGATGTTGTTTTTAAGTATTTTTATGTATTAAAACTATATTAAGACATAATAAATAATATAATTCATAGAGTAATACAAATGGAAAAAAATCAAGCGTCAGTACAAAACGAAAACACCCAAATGGTTCCGTTAACATTGGAAAACGTGCCATATAGTAATAGTTTCAGAATTAAATCAGGTTCTGTTGGACAATTAATGAGAGGTTTATTGGAAATGCAAAATAGAATCACTGTTGAAAACGAAACAGATGATTACAAAAAGGTATTATATCCAAAACTAAGGGAATTGTCTCAATGTATGGTAGAAAAGTTTAGGGAACAACTAAAGTCCAGTAACAATGTTGAAAATGATATCAAAAATTACAATTTGATGGGCTATAAGGGTCAAATCAGAAAAGATAAATTTAGAAGATATCCATTTATTGCAGGAGTTAATCCAAATGCAAAATATGGATTTTCTAATTTTGGATTTTATTTGAGAACAATAAAACAGAGATTGGAATTTATCTGCAATAGAGATGTTCCAGAACGATACTCGACTGATGAAAATGCTGTAAATATATTCAACGGTATGAAAGTTGAATGCAACAATATGCTAAAATATATAAATGAAACCGTGGAACCACAGTGGAATGCTACAGTGGAAGAAGCAAGAAAAATGGGTGGTGAAACAGTTACAAAGAATTTACAAAGTAGAGTAGAGGCAAGAGAAAAGAGATTACAAAATAATCGTCAAAGACGTAGACCAAAGCCAAGATTCCAAAAAGGTGGAAATAGATACGGAAATAGAAGTGGAAATAGAGGTGGCTATGGAGGCGGTTATAGAGGCGGTTATAGAGGTGGCAATAGAGGTGGCAATAGAGGCGGTTATAAAGGTGGTAATAGATATGATAACAAGTTTGCTGATAGAAATAACAATGGATATGATAATAACGATGATAATAAAGATGGTAATAATAATAATAATAATAATAATAATAATAATAATAATAGAAAGACTTTTGGAAACACACAAACAGTATATAAGTCAAAAAGAGGTTCGGGCAGTTTCCGTGGAAGAAGCAGTGAATTTAAAAGATATTAAACGACAAAAAAATATTATTAGTTAAAAAAGTTTATTAATAATATTATGGTTGTATATATTATAAATAGGATAATATGACAAAAGATGTAGATTCAAGTATTTTTATAAAACAGTCTGAAATTAAAAAACATGAACATAAATTAAAAAAAGAGGATTTAAATAAAATGATTCCAGAATCATATTTAGAAGAAGAAAATATAGAACTAAAAAAAACAATGACAGAATGGAGATGGAGAATATTTGAAATAAACGGGAAAACTTTTACAGAAATTAGTAAACTTGAACCAAATAAAAAAAGAATTTATTTGAATAAATATGAAAAGTGGGTTGAACGAGAAAATGATGACGAATTTAATGCTCACATTAAAAAAAAGTACTATTACTATACCAATTTATAATTATGCATTAATTCTCTCTTTTTCGAAAGTAATATTTGTAAGATCAACATCTCCATCGTTTAAAGTGCTGAGATCACGAAGTTTTTGCTGTAATTTTTCTGCAATTTTTTCTTCTATTGTATTGGCAGTATATATTATTCGTTGTAATGATTTTGATTTTGCTCCAGCTCTGTGAACTCTTCCCAAAGCCTGAATTAAATTGGTAGAACTCCATGTTGGACTAATCAAGCTTGCCCTGGGAAATCCACCATATAAATCGTGCAAAGATAGTCCAACACTTCCAGACATTAGATTGCATATTATGACTCTTGATTTATTTTCCTGAAATCTAGCAATGTTTCTATCTCTCTGTTCACCAGTTTGCTTACCATAAATTAAACAGTCAGTGTACAACATATCTGACAATGTTTCCAAGGTCTGTGTAAAGTTAACAAAAATGACTACTGAAAATCCATTTTCAATAAAATCATTCGTCAATTCAACAAAAGTGGGAATTTTAAGAAGTTCAATTTTTTGATGAGATCTTAAAATTTTTGTTAATATACTTCCTCTATCTTTTTTTCCTTTTTCTCGCAACGAATCCATTTCCTTAGCAATATTATTATACTCTTTTTCAATTTGGTCTTGTCTGGTTTTTTCCATTGTGTATGGCTGGGCAATAATTTGTGTTTCAGGAAATAGATCTCCCAATGTGTCAATTTTCATTCTTGTACTACGAGTGGGATATAACATTTGATGAATCCTGAGCATAGGTTTAATATCCCTAAAAATCCATTTTTGCATAATAACCATATATTGATCATATGTGAGATTTTTCTCTTTGACATTTTTTGGGTCAATAAAGTTTAAAATGTAAAAAAATAGTTTGAATTTTTCTGGATGATCCGCAACTGTTGCACTTAATATTAACATAAAAGTTTCTTCATTTTTTGAGTAATATAAAAGTTTTCCATTTTGAGTATCCAAGTTAGAACATTTGTGTACTTCGTCAAAAATAAATATAGTTTTTTCCTTGTCTTGAAGATGCCATTTATATTTTACTGGTTTTCCTTTATTACTTTCTATTTCTATGTATGGACATTTTTTTCTCTTTCCATTGACATAATATTTTCCAATTCGAATAGATTCATAATTAACTATCATTAATGGTTGAACATTAAAAATTTTACATACTCTTTTCCATGACGATAATACACTTTTTGGACATATTATTATGGGAATAAGATTCATCTGAGCACAAGCTGCAATTGCAGTGTAAGTTTTTCCAGTTCCAGTATCAGAAGCATCAAGTGTTGTTGTATTTGTTTTTAATATATAGGTTATATTAAGTGTATGTTCAATCTGATAAACCAGTAATTTATTAGAAATATCAGGGTTTAATTGCTCTTGTTCTTGCATATGTATTTATGATACAAAAAAAATGAAAAATATAATATTAGTTTGTTAATAAGCCTACAAATGTATAATATGGATAACACTATTATAAGTAATTTATATTGTCCTATCACAAAACAATTAATAAATGAACCAGTAGTATGTGATGATGGTCAAACATATGAATATAGTGTTTTGATGGAGTATTTTGAAAGTAGTGGCAATAATAAAAGTCCTTTGACTGGAAAAGAAATAAAAAAATATTTCTATTCATACACTGTTAAAAATATTATAGATGAATTTATAAAACAAAAATCCACAACTAAAAGAAGAACAATATGATAAACACAAATTTCCAACTAGTCGTCAACTTTTAAAAATCATAAACGATGGAGTTAGTGAATATATTTTTGAGGAATTTAGGTGGGTTGAATTGTTTGAACTAAGTTCCATGAATATTGAGAGATTTTTTAAAAATAAAATTAATAAATGAAAGTAGTGACTTTTATTCGGCTGAACACAAATATTATGGAAAAACACCAATTGAGTACTTATTGGATTTTCTTGATTTTGACACAACAAGAGAAATCACTGGTTCTGTTAATATTAATTATGACAAATGGAAATTAACACAATTATATTGTAATAAAGGAGATTATGATGCCGTAAAGTTTTTGATTGAAACTGAAGTCGACGTAAATAAAAGCACTGATAAATTTCCGCTATTGTATTATGCGATAAAAGTGGTAACACACAATTAGTTAAATTATTATTGGATAAAGGAGCAGCTATTAAGATTGGAAGAGTAACTTTTCTTCATTTGTTGTGTAAATATAATATTGATCTAGTTCAAGATTATATTGACAAATGTGATGTTTTTTCATTAGATGATGAAGATTTTAATCCATTGGATAGATTATTATTTTCAGAAAATAAATGTTAGGAAACTCGTATAAAATTATTACAAAAAATGAATATTGCAGAAAAATACTAAATAAGGTTATTAATAATTATAATGATAATATTAATATTAATATCTATGACATATTAATGAAATTATATGAATACACCAAAAAAATTGAAAATAAAAATATTTAGTCATCCTAAATAATTTTTTTATTTATAACACATTCCAAAAATGAATAAGGGTTTAATAAATAACAAACAAACTAATTTTGCTAACTGGTATAGGGAGTTAGTTGTAAAAGGTCAATTAATTGAATATTATGATGTAAAAGGATGTTATGTATTGTTACCAGATGGTTATACAGTGTGGGACAATATAAGGAATTACTTAGACAAAGAATTTAAAAAAAGAGATGTTGAAAATTATTATTTTCCATTGTTTGTCACCAAAGAAAATTTACAAAAAGAAGAAAAGCATTTAGAAGGATTCAAAGCTGAAGTTGCATGGATTCAAAACAAGGAAAAAGAAGAAGATGATGATTCTAATAAAGAAGAGAATAATATTGCTATTAGACCAACCAGTGAATGTATTATTTGTCCAGTCATGTCAAACATGATAAGATCTCACAATGATCTTCCAAAAAAAGTTAATCAGTGGGCAAATGTTGTGAGAATGGAATTTAAGGAAACAGTTCCATTCATTAGGAGTAAAGAATTTTTATGGCAAGAAGGACATACTTTTTATAGTGATAGAAATGGAGCAGAAGAAGAAGTTTATGATATAATAAAATTGTATAAATCAGTATATCAAAATTTATTGGCTGTTCCAGTCGTAATGGGTAAAAAAACAAAATCGGAAACTTTTGCAGGAGCCGAATATACTTATACAATTGAAGGCTATATTCCAGAAGCACAAAAGGGTATTCAATGCGCAACATCACATTTTTTGGGCAAAACTTTTACGACAATGTTTGATGTAAAATATTTTAGTAATAAGATGACAAACGAATATTGCTTTTATAATTCATGGGGATTTACTACGAGAAGCATTGGCGTAATGGTTCAAACACACAGTGATAACAAAGGATTAGTCTTTCCTCCAAAAATAGCTCCAATCCATATTGTGATTATTCCAATCTTTAAAAAGAACAACAAAGATAAAGTTTGCAACTTTTCAAAAGAATTACACAAAAAATTGTCAGAAAAGTTTACAGTGAAATTGGATCTATCGAATGGTACTCCAGGATCAAAATATAATCATTGGGAATTAAAAGGTGTGCCATTAAGATTCGAAGTTGGTGAGAAAGAAATTGATAATAATACATTTACAGTTGTGAGAAGAGATACTGGAGAAAAGATTAATATCAACAATTTGGAGGAAGTGGAAATCTTATTGAATAAAATGCAGAAAGAAATGTTCGATAGTGCGTACAATAAAATGATGCAGAAAATGAAATATGTGACTAATTTAGATGAGTTGCAAAATATTTCTAAAAACAATATGATTTTATGCAATTTTTGTGGTTCAGAGAATTGTGAGGAAAAAATAAAGAATAATTATGGTATTAAATCATTATGTGTGCCTGATGATGATAAAATTACCGTCCTGAACTTTAATTCATCCAATCATTGCATTGTATGCGACCTAAATACAGAATTATTATGTCTCTTTTCGAAATCATATTAATTATTTTATTTATTTTATTTAGTTTATTAGTGTAAATATTTTATCAACTGTTATATTATCATGGACACATATAGTTACACAGGAAATAATGTTCCCCTAGACGTAAATTCAGCCATTTTGTATGCAATAAAACAATTAAAAGAATACGATGATAATTTGGAAAAAGGAATATTACTTCCAAAATCCCCATATCATGATTTTATAGTTATGGAAACGAGTGATGGAAAAATAATAGAAATACCTTACGATGTACAACAAGAGGCTATAAGTAAATGGGAAATAATTAAAGTAGAAATGCTATACGAAAAAGAAAAGAAACAACTAGAGAACAATATAATAAATTTATCAAAACAATTAGAAAATGATATAGTCGAAAATTTTGAAAGTAATTCTGGATCAAACTACATATTGTTTTTATTAATAGGGGCGATAATAGTAGTAACAATATATTTGTATCAAAAAAAAAATTGATATAAAAAGTTCTATTAATGCACTCAATAATTTAGTTTTATTTATAATGATATATGGAACTATAGATAAAATAGTTTGGACATTAATTTTTACATTTTTATTGATATTTTTAATTTTGGTATTGCACTTTTTATATATGAAAAGAAAAATCAGTAAGATAAAACAGAAAATTTCAAAAATAGAGAAAGACAGCAATTCGAAGGTGATTTTTGTTGTGGACGAGTGGTGGTCATCATATTATGGTAAATATGTGGAATATTTTGATGATTATTTGGTAGATATAAATAACAGTGGACAATTTCAAAATATATTAAACAAAATGCGGTCGAGAGAGATCACGACAATAAACATATGTATTCAATCAAAAGGAGGATTAATTTCAGAAAATGATATAATTATTCATAATTTGTTGAATTATGAAGGAAAAATAAATACGTACGTACCTAAATATGCATTGAGCGCAGCAAGTATGTTGGCCTTGTGTGGAGATAACATATATCTCTATAATACGTCAGTGTTGGGACCAACTGATCCAATAGTTTGTGTCAAACAAAAATCATTATCAGTGTACAGTTTAATAAAATTAAAAGAAAATAAAAAAATAAACAATATAAGTGATGATATATTATTACAAATATATGAATCAGAAAGATATTATTACGAAAATCTAAAATTACTAAAAAGAATATGTTTAAAACATAAAAAAAACAACAATATTACAGATAAAAATTTCGCAAAGAAAGTGTTGCGAAATTTCGGATCAGGTAAATGGACACATAGTACTCCATTCACGAAGAAATTTTTAGAGTCAACTGGGCTAAATGTACGCTCAACAGACGAAATAAACGATTATTCAGAAATATTAAATGACATATTTAATGCTATTCATTCTTAATCACTTTCTGACATCTTTTTTTTTAATAATTCTACTGTTTTTTCATCTGTCTCACTCCATTTTTTATTTAGTTTATGCCATGTATACATTTTTTGATTTTTTTTACAAATATAATGAATTGAACAATCTTTGAAACGATAGTTTATTTCTTCCAAATCCGATAAATTCATCGAAAACGTTTCTTTCAAAGAAGTTTCCATTTTTTTGTTATCATCATGTGTTTTTTCCACTTTAATTGCTACTCTATTGGCATTGCATTTTTTTCTGTTAGTACATTCATATGTTATAACATTTTTACTATTCCACATATCTAACTCTGATAAAGGTTTAGTTGCTCCACAATTACTACAAACATAACTATCCGTCATTGATTATATTCTATATACAAAATCTTTATATGAATTTTACTGCATAAGAATTTCTTGTATTTTTGGAAAATCTTTTTGTTTTCCATTAATGACAAAATCAAATTTTATATTTTCTATCAACTCATTAATTTTTCTATTTTTATTCGGATTAACATTGTTCAAAAATATCTGAAATAATATTTTTATAGTACTTAATCTGTTGTTTAGAGACAAATCTCTTACAACATCGTAATACTTTTCTGGTAATTCTATTGCCTTATTAATTTTTGGCACATATTGCTGTATTAAATCATCACGATTATTATAAGCTAAATTGAATATCACTGACATATATTCATTAGAAGCCAAAAGATCAAATATATGTTCATAATCTAGTTCTATATTTTTTGATTTTGAGTATTGTTTCAAAAAATTAATTGCATCTATATTTTGAGAAAATTTTGTAATTAGATTGTAAATATTATTCTCAGTAATTTGAAGTTCTGGTGTTTTGTTTAAAAGTGTCTGAACTATTTCAAAATTATCTACAATGGACAAAATTTTCAAACAATCTGATTGATCACAAATTATATCTCTATTGTTAATAACATAGTGGAAATAATCAACATTACTCTTTAAACAAGAATTAACAAAACTTTTATATACATATTCCTTATTCACATGATCATAAAAAAAATCCCACAAATCACTAGTCAAGTGTTCATATCCTTCATCATAAAAAGTTTCAAGAACATTGAAGAAAGTAGCTTTATATATTTTATCTACATTGTTTAATGTTATTATTTTGTAAGTGTGGATAGAAATTTCTTTTGACCCATATATGTCACATAATTTAGGAATAATGTGATCAAAATAATTAATATCAATTTTGTCAATTAAGATTCTTATTACTTCTGACATATTGTTATGATTTAGTAAACTAATAATAAAATTTTCAGATTCTTGTGAATAATTATTAGTAATTAAATTATCGACTGCATCCGATAATAGATAGTCTTGATCATCATCTTCTTCTTCACTAGAATGCGTATAATAATTTTCATGTATTTTGGTTAAATATTGATTAAATAACTCTGCATCTTTTTCATTTAATTTTCCAATGTTTTCCATATATATTTACATTAAATAATCATACTCTTAAATATATATAAAAATACATGATTGACATTTACCAGAATAACAACTTATTATTTAAGTTGACCAATGAGGAACTTGATTTAATTGATGACGTGTGGGAATACATTGAAGGATTCAAGCATGGTTTTTTCACTTTAAAAGAATATAGAACAAAAATAATACATGATATTGTAAAAAAATACGATTTAGAAGATTTTTATATGTTAGAACAAATAGCAGAAAAAATATTTTGGAATTTAAAATCAAAATTCAAAAATGAAGAAGAATATGAAACCTTTGATTTAGGAGATTATGAACAAATAAATGAAAAATTAAAACAGGACAATTATTATAAAACTTTTATAAACAAAATACTGAATATAAATAAAAAAGAGAAAAAGGTTTATTATAAAAAGATGGAAGGTTCGTCATATATATTTAATTATAATGGTATAAATAAACAATTATCAGCTATATTTTTCAATAGACAGGCATATGAGGATTATATGAAAAGAGGAATAATACCAACAGAAAACTCTATATATTATCAGTTAGACTATTGTTTTCCAAATTTAAATTTATGTAGACCTTTCATATATAAAGATGAGGTAAGAAGAAAACGTATCAAATTAATGTATTACGATGATAATAGTGAATCTAATTGGAGTAAATTATTTGAAAATATTGAAAATATATTAATATGAACTATATTGTAATCAATACTAAGCATATCAAATGTCAGGAATAATAGAAAAAAGATTATTAAGAGAATATGAAAATCTAATGAAAGGTAAAAATAAGATAAATGGCATTAAAGTTACAATACAGGATAATAATGTCAGATATTATTTAATGGAATTAGAAGGACCAGAAGATACACCTTATCAGGGAGGATTATTCAAATTAGAGTTGTACTATACAGATGAATATCCGAATGTCCCTCCAAAAGTTAGATTTTTAAACAAAATATATCATCCCAATGTAGATGGATTGGGAAGAATCTGTTTGGATATATTAAAAGATAAATGGTCTCCAATAATCCAAATGAGAACATTGGGATTATCACTTATAGCTTTATTATCAAGTCCAAATTTAGATGATCCTTTGGATGCCTCCATTGCGAATCATTTTAAAAACGATTTTGAAGGAGCAAAAAGCAAGGCAATTGAATGGACTAGAATGTATGCTTCTAAATAATAATTTTTTTATTGCTGTTTCTTGGATTCATATTCCTTCAAATTTACATGACCATTTTTATAAAGATATTCAAGTAAATTAACATATTTGGAACTAAATCTACTTTCTTGAGATGATGTATTTAAAATTTTGAGGATAGCCATACCTTTAGTTCCACCGACAGCGCAATCAAAACACTTTAGATAAATATCAGTAATATCAACCTTATTTAAATTATATATCACAGCACGAGTTTTGCCATGATCTTTTTCATTCCACTGAGCATTATAGAAAACAATGTCATATGTTGAATTTTCTGAAAGCAAGTTATATTTACTACGATCAATCGTTCCCAAATCTTTAATTGTTGGTTCTTGTTTGAATTTTAATCCAAAAATAACTGAGCCAAATAAAGGATAAGTGTATTTGTCTTTTTCAACAGAACTCATAATGACATTTGGTATTTGTTTTTCCTTAGCAAAAACATCTCTCTTTTTAGCATCATTGACAAAGAAAGAATATTTACATATTTTATGGGCAACATCAACAGCTTTCTTAAAATCACATACTACAGGCAATGGTTGTTTGTTTCCACCAACACCAAAAAAGTCTGCTAAATCACCAAACAAAAGAGAATTTGAGTCATTTTTTTTATCCATCCAAGCAATATCCATATCTATTTGTGAGAAGTAGAGAATATCCTTTTTCCAATCAAACTTATTCTGACTGACAAAAGTACGTGGATCTACATTTCTTTGGAATGCCGGAGAAGCTTCTGATGTTGCTGATAACATCATATTATTGTTGGGCATTAAATCGTTAGATGTAGCAGAGAACATCATATTATTGTTTGGAACGGAATTATTTGAGGTAGCAGAGAACATCATATTATTGTTTGGAACGGAATTATTTGAGGTAGCAGAGAACATCATATTATTGTTTGGAATAGAGTTGTTGGATGTTGCTGAAAACATCATATTTGGATTATTAGGCATTAAATTTTGTGAAGTAGTTGAGTACATATCATTTTTAAACTGAGAATCAGAAGTTGGCGACATATTCATATATGGATTAACTGGCATTTGTGAAGAAGTATCTGAAAAAACGTTGGGATTGTCGGTTCCCAATTTCGAAGGCAAATCACTTGATGTTGGAGAAATCATTTTTTCATCCTTTCTAACAAATATATTATCAATAGGTAACATGTTATTTTGGGGTAAAAAAGGTCTACTTTGCATATTAAGTATATCCTATGTTTGGAAAAAAATAAAAATAATATTATTAAAAAATTGAATAATAAAATGTAAAATTGTGAATTTATATAAATTTTATTTACAAGTAATGATGAACAAAATTGACGAGGCATTATATTCGAGACAATTGTATGTTTTGGGAAGAGATGCCATGGAGAAAATGTCGACATCACATATTTTTATTTCGGGAATGAATGGTTTAGGATTAGAAATTGCAAAATGTATAATTTTAGGAGGTGTTAAAAGTGTTACTATACATGACGAATCTGATTGTAATAATGATTGGACCAATTATTATGCTGGTGATAAAAAAATAAAAAGTTGCATGGAAAAATTACAGGAACTAAATTCTTATGTTGAAGTTAAAATGTTTGAAGGATCACTTAAAAAAATAAATGAAAAGGTGATCAAACAATATAATGTTTTTGTGATTTGCAATAATTATGAACTTAGTAAAATGATAAAAATTAATAATATGTGTCGTAAAAATAATGTTAAGTATATCCTTTGTAATTCATTAGGATTAATGGGACAAATATTTTGTGATTTTGGTGATAAATTTATAGTTAGAGATAATGATGGTGAAGAAAGTAAAATAGGAATTGTATCAGAAATATTAATGCATGATGATCAGGCAACGATAATTTGTATAGAGCCACATGAATTGTATGATGGAGATTATGTTAAATTTTATGGATTAGGAGATAATGACGCTGCGTATAAAATTAAAATAGTGAATAGACATAAATTTATTGTGGATAAGAAATTTGTTGGTGGTATACAATCAAATATCAGTTTTGAACAAGTTAAAATGCCTATGGATATTACTTTTAAAAGTTTGAAAGATTCAATTGAAGAACCAACTTTTGTTAATTACGAAAAAAGTTTAGATATGCATTCAATTTTTGTTTCATTAGAAAAAAATAAAAAAATTCCAAAAAGTTGGAATACTGATGAAGTGTCAAAGCTCGTAAATATTGCACATAATAAAAATAATAGTATTGATAAAGATTTTGTAACAAGATTATGTAACGTACTGGATGGATCATTATGTGCTATGCATTCTGTTATAGGAGGTATTGTCGCACAGGAAGTGATGAAGGCATGTACTGGTAAATTTATGCCAATAAATCAATGGTTCTATTTTGAATCTGTTGAATCAGCCTCTAAATCTAAACCATCGAATATTCAACCATACAATAATGAATTTTGTAGATATAATGAACAAGTAAAGATATTTGGAAGAGAAATTCAAGAAAAAATCAATAACTCAAAAATATTTGTCGTTGGTGCTGGAGCAATTGGTTGTGAACATTTGAAGAACTTTTCAATGATGGGTATAGGCAATATTGTAGTGACAGATATGGATAATATAGAAAAATCAAACTTAAACAGACAATTTTTATTCCGATCTCATGATATAGGTAAATCGAAATCATATGTGGCAGCCAGAGAAGCCAAGAAAATTAATCCTTTAATTAATATACAATCATACGAGCATAAAGTTTGCCCAGAAACAAGTCAAATATTTAACGAACCTTTTTACAAAGGATTATTATGTGTAGCAAATGCTTTAGATAATGTGCAGGCGAGATTATATGTCGATTCTCAATGTGTAATGTACAAAGTACCATTATTAGAATCAGGAACTCTTGGGTCAAAAGGAAACACTCAGAGTATTATACCACATATGACTGAAAATTATGGTTCGACACATGATCCACAAGAAAAATCAGTACCAATATGTACTCTAAAAAATTTTCCTTATATGATTGAACATTGTATTCAGTATGCTAGAGATTTGTTTGAAGGACTATTTAATCAGTCAATAAATAATTTCATAAAATACACAAATGATATTGAATCATTGAAAAATTCTTCGTTGTCTGATTTAGTGACTATTGTAGAAGATATCAAAAATATCATTAAATTCATTCCAAATTGTTATGATGATTGTTTGAATTATGGTTATAATGTGTGGAAACAATTATTTAACGATCAAATAGTTGAGTTAATGAAAAAGTTTCCAAGAGACCATAAAACTGAAGATGGCACACCATTTTGGTCAGGTGCCAAAAAATATCCAACTGTTGCTCAATTTGATATGAACAATACGTTACACACTAATTTCGTCATACAACTAGCAGGATTATGGGCACAAATTTTTGGACTTTCACCTGTCGATGATAAAGTGGCATTTAATATGTTAAAAAAAATTAAAAAGTCAGTTGCGAAAACCAATAAGATTAAAAAAGAACCAGAATATGACAATAAGGAACAAGTTTTGAAAGATATTCCTGATCCAGCAAAGTTTAAAAACATAAAAGTTTATCCAATAGAATTTGACAAAGACAATAATGATCATATGGAATTTGTAACGAGTTCTTCAAATTTAAGGGCTTTAAATTATGGAATTCAGACGGTCGATAAACATAAAACTAAAGGAATTGCAGGTAAAATTATACCAGCGATTGCAACTAGTACATCATTAGTTTCAGGTTTAGTATCCTTGGAATTGTACAAATTATTTAATTCTGAAAATAAAATATGCAATTTCAGAAATTACTTTGTTAATTTAGCTATACCGCTTTTTACATCAAGTGAACCAGGTCCACTGATTATGACAAAAGTTGGAAAATTCGAGTTTAATAATTGGGATTCATTTGAATTTAATGATCCAACACCAAAGGATATAATAGATCATTTTGCTAAAAAGTATGAAATTGACATCGGCACAATTACAATGGGTCAAATTATGGTCATATCTCCATTCCTTAACAAACCTAAATATGAGGAAAGATTAAATATGAAAATAAAAGATGTTTATAAAGAAGTGACCAAGGAAAATCCGCCAAATCCTTTCACTATCTCTTTGATGGTTGAAACAGATAGTGATGATGAAGATAGTGATGATGTGGATAATTTACCTGATTGTAAGATTTATTATTAATTTATTTATCGCAATTATATATACTTATATATATACATGAAAAAAGCTTTATTGATAGGAATTAATTACAAAGGAACAACATCTGAATTATCTGGATGCATAAACGACGTTAACAACATGAGACAGTATTTAATAAATCAATATAAGGTTCTTCCTCAAAATATTAAGGTTTTGACAGATGAAGCACCAATCGACCAAAAACCAACTTATGATATTATACTTAAAAATTTTGACTGGCTAATTACTGGAGTAAAAAGTGGTGATTCTCTCTTTTTACACTATTCCGGACATGGATCTTATTTAAAAGATAGAAGTAAAGACGAAGAAGATGGTAGAGATGAATGTATATGTCCATTGGATTATGATAAAAAAGGATTTATAATAGATGACATAATTAATTCTAGATTATTACAAAAAATACCAGAAAACGTTAATATGACCAGTATATTTGATTGCTGTCACAGTGGAACAATTATGGACTTAAAATATGGTTTGGATGCGTCAAAAAAATACGCAATAACAGAAAACAAACGAATAAACAATAATATAAAAGCAAATGTGTTAATGTTGGGAGGTTGTTTAGATTCGCAAACTTCAGCAGATACAATGGAAATAAACTCTATAACAAAAAAACAACAAAATCAAGGAGCTTTGACATGGGGATTCTTTGAAATAATGAAAAAGTATAATAATACAGTAGAGATCAACAAATTTATTCAAGAACTAAATTTATTATTGAAAAATAAAAAATATACTCAAATTCCTCAATTGTCTTTCAGCAAAAAACCAATTCTTAGTAATAATTTTAAGTTATTGAGATAAACAAACAGTTTCTAACAATTTTCCTACAACCAGATAAGGATCCATGTTTGAAGCAGGTCTTCGATCTTCCAAATATCCTTTATTTTCTTTAACAACAAGTAAAGGGATTCTAATACTACACCCTCTATGCGAAACACCGTAACTAAAATCATTTATGTTTGAAGTTTCATGATTACCAGTTAATCTCTTTTCGTTATCTTTACCATATACACATATATGTTCAAGATGTTTGCATCTTAATTTTTCACACGCTTGGATTATATGATCATAACCATTTTCTTGTCTCATAATATTTGTACTAAAATTAGTGTGGCAACCTGATCCGTTCCAACCTTTTTTTGGCTTTGGATCATAATTTGCCCAACAATTATACTGTTCGCATACTCTATCCAATATATAACGAGAAATCCAAAGCTGATCACATACACTAATAGGATCTAATGGACCTATTTGAAATTCCCATTGTGATGGCATGACTTCGGCATTAACTCCACATATTTTTATACCACAGTAAATACATAACAATAAATGATCTTCCACAATATTTCTTCCAAAAGCAGTGTTACCTCCAGCACTACAATAATATGGACCCTGTTTTCCGAATCCAGGTTCTTCATCATTTAACCACATATATGGTTTATTGTTTTTATCATATATAACATACTCTTGCTCTATTCCAAACCAAGGATCAAAAACTGTCGTTAATTTTGATATTTCTACACACCTGATTCTATTGTTAGTCGCATGTATAGTTCCTTCTTTATTAAAGGTTTCACATAATACCAAAAAAGCATTATCTAATTTTCTAAACGGATCTTTAAATAATGCTACAGGTTTGAGTATAATATCTGAATGCCATCCTTCAGCCTGTCCGGTACTGGAGCCATCGAATGTCCATTCAGGACAGTCAGATGGTTCTAATATTTTTTTGTCAAACACAATTTTAGTTTTTGATCTAGTTTTTTCAAAAGCATCTATCCATACATATTCGAGCAATGTTATCATATATATATCTATATATATCTATGAATATCTTATATAATTAAACTCAAAATTAAAAAGCATTTTTGGTTGTCAAATATTTTGATTTATATTTTAGATATTTGTTGTAGTAATTGTTTTGTCCACCTGTTTGCACTTGTTTGGTGTCTCTCTTTTTTATATTTAAATATTTTAACAATGAATCGAAATCTCTCTTATCTTCATATATTTTTCTTTCACTATTGTCTTTATAAATAATAATTGTTGGAAATCCTTGAACTTGTTCAGTCTCCATTTCCATTTTACTACCCTCATCATTATCTGGGAAATCTATTGTATCAATTGTAACAGGTTTACCCTTATCATCAGCGAGTTGATTACTTTTAATGTATTCTTTAAATTTCTCCCATTCTGGTTTAAATCTTTGACAGTGTCCACACCAGTCAGCGAAAAATAGTTTGATAGTGTAATTTGTCATATATATTATATTAGTATATAATATTGGTTTATAATTTAATTTAATGAATATTATCGCTAAAAAATATTGAATTTATAATCTATTGTCAACAATAACATAAAACAATATTATCAATATGATTCCAAGAAATATACAATTAATAGATGAATTAGAAGAATCTATGAAAGGTAAATATGGAGAAGTAAGTTTTGGCGTCCTGGATAACGATATAACTCTCACGAATTGGCAAGGATCAATTATAACCAATAAAGGAGACATAATAGAATTCACGTTTGTTTGTGAAATGAATTATCCTATGACACCTCCCAAAATAACTTTTAATATAAATAACCAAAATAATTATATTACAAAAATTTGTTTGAATGACGGAACATTGAAGAATGATGTTAAGGAGAAATTAGATTGGAAAAGTAATCATACCATTGGAGAATATTTAACTAGAATAAAGAGAATGATAGATAATTAATTTTTTTATGCGTCAATTATATATGATAAATATAATTTTAATAACATTGTTGATTTTATTTTTAATGTTATATTGCTTATATTATAGTAAAAAATATGAAAGTTTTTGGATAGATGAAACCAAACCAAAGATTTTAGACGATAAATTGTTTGATGATGTAACAACATACGAAAATGACGAAGATGGTAGATTAGGGTTAGATAAATGTATTGCGGCTAATTGTGGGGTTTGTTTAGAGTATGGATTGACGGGAAATGCATTATGTTTTCCTAAAAAAGAACCTTTGGGTAAGAATTATAATACTGTTGATTTAAATTGGAACAAAATTCCAAAAAATGTTGATTTATAAAAAATTGATATAAAAACACATAAAAACTAAAACAATTATATAAACTAATAAATATGCCAAGTAAAGATAGTTTTAGGGAATATAAGTCTACTCGAGAATTTTTGGAATTATTAGACATTGAAACAACAAAAAACAAATTGGTGGTAATAGATTTTTATGCTCCGTGGTGTGGTCCATGCAAAAAATTAGGAGAATTTCTAAATAAGTTATTAGAAAGTGAACAAGCTAAAACTCTATATAGCAATGTTATTTTTGTTAAAATAAATGTGGATAATGAAAATTGTAAAGAATTGGTGGTTGATAAATTTAATGTCAGTTCTATACCAAGAGTTATTATGATTATTAATAAACTAACAGTTGAAGATATCACTGGATTTAATCCAAAAGAACTCGTTAATTTGTTAAATAAGCATTCAAAGAAGAACTAATTTATTTTATTCTACTATTATATTTAATATTTCGACTTTAAAATTAATAATTATTTTTATATTTATTCAAAAAAAATTGATATAAAAAGAGATTGGGATAATATTTTTCAATATATAACAATATAACATAATGGCAAAAGAAAATACCAAATCAAATAACAACAACAAAGGATATGTTGGTTTTGTGTATGGCAGTGTTATTAAAACTGGTTGGGTTAGAGCATTTTGTGTTTCTGCCAAGGGTGATATAAACGAAGAATATACTAAATTTTTTGAGTATTATGGCCCCAGTATAAGATGTAAATACGTCAGAAGTAATGATCCACAAGATACATTAAAAAAATTCTGTGATTTGAATAAAGATGTTGTGTGCGGCAATACTTTATTGATAGAAACTAGTGTGTCAAGTGCCGGAACTAATTTAAAAACTGTTTCCGGTGAATCTACTTGCCATAATTTAGGACCAGATGACGAAGGAGATCAGAACAAATCTAATCAAAAAGATGATAATAAAAAAAAGAAACCAGTGAAACAAGCCGATAATGAAGAAAATGACGGTGAAGAAGGGGGCGATAATGAAGAAGAAACAAAACCAAAAAAAAATACAAAGAGTAGTACTGTAACAAAAAAGGGCACCACTAAGGTAGCTAAGGTAGAAAAGGTTGAAGAAGATGTTTCTGATGCAGAAGAAGCAGAAGCAGAAAAAGAAGAAGAACAAGAAGAAGAAACAAAAATAGTAGTTAAGAACAAAAAAACTTCAAAGAAAGAACCAGAATCTAAAAAAACATCAAAGAAAGATCCAGAACCTAAAAAAACAATTAAGGTTCCTGGTAAAGTAAACAAGAATAAATAATTTTTTTATAAGATTTCAGAGACTAAGTAATCATATGCAACAAATCCCACTATAAATCCCACAACATTTGAAATCCACTCTTTAGTGAATTTCTTTCCAGACAACCATCTCGAGACAATGAACATAGTAGAAAATTTGAGTATGTCGTCAATGGCCATTTTTGTTTCTTTAGAAATTCGATTATTATTTTTGAGTTCATCTGTATTTAGTAACTCAATAACGATAAAATCATATGTTAGGAATCCTGTTAACATATATACTAATTCTATTATCCATTCTGGATCAGTAAGCGGTTCTCCCAAAAGTATTCTCAAAGCCACAAAAATCGTTCCAATTTTAATAATATCATTTATGGCCAATTTCAAATTATGGTGAGGAATATGATCAATATTTATTAGGTTGGCTACAGTCAAATTATAGGCGGCAAATGCTATTATACTAATAATAGACATTTTTACCCAATTGATCTCGTCTGAATGATAAAAACTTAATTTGTCTGTTGAATCTGGTACATATTTTGTTACAATATTTGATAAATCGATAGCATCAAAACTATTCATGAAATAGTTAGTTATTAGTATATTTCAATATAAAAATTTTGAAATATTAATTATTTGCGTGGTTGTTTAATTGAGAAACATATTACCATAACAATGGATATTACGGACTTATGTGCAACATTCAAGAAATTAAATTTAGAAGAAGTTGATCCTTCTATAGAAAAACTTTGTAGTAGCTTTGACAAAATGAGTATGGAAGAGAAACAGATTGCCGTTTGCAAAATATCTCAATACTTAAAAATTTTATTAAGCAAAAAAAGATGTGAAACAGCTTATAACCCCAATATACCTGATTTTATTTATTAAAAAGTTGAAATATTTTTGATTACTTAAAAAGTATTATATTAAATGATATATTTTTAATGGATAAATGTGTTAAATTAATAAATGATAATGTAAAGTCAAATTATAGAGCAAAAACTGATGATAAAGATAAACTGATTCGTAATTTGGCAAATTATGGTGCCGAAATTGGATCTCAGGGAATCGTACAAAAAAAAGGTGATTACAGTGGATTTTCTGTCGAATTTTTATCTAGAGTCAAACCACTTTTTACTAATTATCGAATTATTAAAGCGTTAGAGTTATTAGAAAAGGAAGAATATTCCACAATTATACGAGTTCTTGATATTGAAGAAGATTATAACGAATATGGTCTTGACATAATATTTTACATAATAACTAATTGGTTCATCATAAATGGTATACAAAGTGATATATTAAAAAACATTAAAAATTTTAATGTTGACTATGACAAAAATAAAATAAAACAAAATAATGATTCTATGAAAAGATTAAAAACTCAAAGACATGATCCAATAAATTATCCCATAAAAGTAACAGGAATTGGAAAATCAAAAAAAGGAAATAGCGTAGTTCCAGAAAGTTGGCTGGGCAGAGAATTTGAATCTGCTGAAAAACTACATAATGAAATGAATAATTTGGATTGGAGAAAAAACAAACCTGCTGTTAATTTTTGTTGTATTTATAGTATGTCATTAATGGATAATAATAATAGCTGGATGAAGAAGGATGTTATAATAAAAACTCAAATAGACAGCAAAAAACTATATATATTAACATGTTTTGTTGTTAATGACAAAATAAAGACCCATATATATTATGAAGAAGATCCGACTATTTACATAAACAATTGTTCAAACAACACATTATATTATTATGACAGAAAAAGAGAACTATTAATCTGTGTGTCATCCGAAATTTTTAAAGACAAAACAACATACAAAAAAGATGTTCCTGTATCCGTTTTAGTGTCTCGACTTCAAAAAAGCTTTAGAAGAGGATCAAAAAGCTCGAAAATTTTAAGTGAAACAGTCAATAAATTAAACGATGCTCCCTTTTATAACCTACCAGATCAACATTACGCAAAAGTTAGTGGTACGAGACAATTATTATGGAGAAGTTATATATCAATTGTTGAAGACGTGTGTGGATATTATCATAATAAAACGTATGATTTACTAGATTTCTTCATTTTATCATTGATATGCCAAATAAATCCAGAGTTACAATTAAAGGACATTTATATCGAACAAATAAAAAATACTCTGTTAAATGTACAAAATATTGATTATGCATGGCCATGGAGAAAAGGTGAAGAGGTATCTGATAAAAAGTTTAAGACATATGGATTAAATTGTGTGAATGATCCTTTACTAAGAATGATAGATTCGATGATTTTAGCACTGAAATTCATGCCTATGATGACTGGTGACAGAATAATGTTGTCAAAATGTATTAACTATGTTGCTGAATATCATTATGATTACCGTAGAATTAATTATATGTCAGATTCACATTATCTGAAAATGAGCAATCCGGATATTGAAAAGGAAGTATTAATATCGTCTAATGATATGCATTGCTATCCCAATGTGTTGTTGTCATTGCAAGGATGTATACCATTTTTACCCACAAAAGATTATACTACACCCAAACTATCTAGTTTTATCTGGGAAAATTCCTCAAAATTTAATTTCAGATACTCAAAAAATAATGTCATAACTGATAAGAATTTACTTGTTTATGATAGTCTTAAATCTATTCAAAAAAATTATTTAACAGGTACAGAGCCAAATAATTTAAAAGCAATAAAATTGAAAGAAAACGCTTTTCCCAACATTATTAATAAACAAATAATCACTGACGAAATATCTCGAATTGGATTTATATTGATCTTTGGGCAAAAAGTTAGATTGCCTTCAGAAGGTAAATCTAAACCCTCATTAGAAATAGTTTTGGCTGGAGATAAGATTCGACCATGCAAAGTTAAAAAATATTCCTCTGAAAAATATTTGTATTTAGAAGATAAAGAACGTTATGATGGAGAAAAGAGATTTGTAGAATATATTGAAAAAGGATTGACAGTCGAACTTCCTCATCCGCCAAAAGGCTTTACTTGGACAGTAAAAGATAAAGTCAAAATAAAGGCTAAAATTGTCAAGTCTGATCCAGTAAGCAATGTCAATGAAATAGATTTTTATGTTAACGGTATAAAAATAGCAGCGTTTGATTCAAGTATTTTTTTGGATTCAGTTGGACAATTTGAAGAAATTAAATTAGATGATTCATTATTATCAGAAATAATTGATAATGCACTGTATATTAAAAATACAATAGACGGATTAAAATTAAATGTGTTAATGAGAGATATTGGTTTTACAAGACAAAGCATAAATGATTGTAGAGTGTTTGAATTAAATGACCATAAATTTAAAGGTTTGAGTAATGTGTTTAGACATTTGTACACACGAATCCAAGTATCTGACGTTGTGGAAATTGGTCCAGTGGACAGAAGCGGTAAAAAAACTCATAATTCAATTAATTATCAATATGAAGGAGTTTATTGGAGATTCATGAATCTTCTGTATATGTTGTTTCCATTTGCAGTGAAAATAAAAGGTGACTTTAGATACGAATTAAATCCATATGATCCTTCGTATTACAACATGATAAAATTATTAAAAAAAGTATCCTTTTCCGATGATGCTAATTATGAAACAAAATCAAATATTACAGTCACCACAAAATTATGGGATCATCAACAAAAAAGTGTGAATAAAATTTTTGATGGAATGATCAAAAGTCAAATTGAAAGAGGGTTTGGTGATTGTTCGTTTGTTGGAGCTGGTAAAACTCTTACTGCTTTGAGCATAATGTCAAAGTTGCATAATTACAATGTGGAAAATAAAATTACTAATTATAGAGGATTTTTAATAATGGTACCTACTGTTCAACTTTATAAAACATGGAAAGACGAGATAGAAAAACATACTAAAGGATTTGAAGTGATACTACATAATTCTGATGGTAGTCTCACAAGTAACAAATTTCCTACTAATGCAATAGTAATCACAACAATGGGTAGAATTAGAGATCATCCAATATCTAATCCTTGGATATTAGTGGTTATTGATGAATGTCTGACTGTTCAGAATAAGGAGGCTTTGCAGACAGAAGAGGCACTAAGACAATCAAATTCATCTCGGTATAATTGCATATTATTAAGCGCCACTTTTTTCAGAACTAGGTTTGAAAAGTTGTTCTATATGCTGAAAATGTTAAAAACTGGTATTCCAGAAAAAATAGAATATTTAGATGCAATTTTGGCTGAGTCATTAGTGTGTAATATTACTGAAAACGATAGAAAATGGCATTCTAATACAGTTAAAAAAGAATTAACCAAGGCAGAAAGAAATAATTATGACACAATTATTAAAACTACTGCTGGAGAAGGATATGAAAAAATATATATGTTGTTAAACAAATACATATATGACAATATTAATTACACCAAGTATTTCGAAGAAAGAATAAAAGAAATAGAAAATGATAGACCTAATTGTAAAATACTTATTTATGCAAGAAGCAAAGAAGAAGCTGACAAAATGACATCCAAAAATATTGGCAGATATCCTGATATTACTAAAAAACATGTGGTTGTGTCTTATTCAGAGGGTACATATGGACTTAATGATCTTGTGATATTCGATACTATATTGACAAGACCTCCAAATCCTGATGCACTCCCTCAAATGAAGGGAAGATTGGATAGATCAGGGCAAAAGGCTTCAATATTATACCTTGAATACATATTGATCAAAAACACCATTGAGGAAGCATTATTAATCAGATTAGATGTTGCAAATAATTTTTATAATTCTCATATTATGCCTCTTGCCGAATTTTATGAATTAGCAGTTACATCATCTCTTAAAAACAAATAAAACATTTATTTATCTGGTATTAGATTATATGAAATATAAATTGATTAAATATGATGAAAATAATATTGTTGGATATATTGACATTGAGGGGATGTTTGATATTTACAATAGCAAAAATCAAAAGTTGTTAAAAAAATATGATTATTATTTAAAATCCATACAAAGAGATCCTAAAGTTTACGAATCCTATAAAAAAATAGTTAATAAAACTATTAAATACGTTAATAACGATTCTAAATACAACCCAAATATTCAATATGGTGGTCAATTTCCTGTGTTTATTCCATTCATAATGTCTGGAGTGTCTAGTAGTTTGGTGGTTGGACTTGTTATAACTTATATATTTTTTAGACTTTTTGCTGCTCCTAAATGTCGTCCAGTATATCCCATCTCTATTGGCAAACCAGTGCCTGAATATAAGCAAATAATATTAAATATTATTCCTGGTACTATTGTGGATAAATATTTCCCCACAATTAAAAATGTAAATGAGAAAGAATTAATTACGACAGTTAGAGATTATTTAGATACTTTTTCAACCGTATTAGCAATAATTGCTCCAGATTCAGCGATTGGGCAAGCTGCGACAAAAGTAGTCGAATTTACTGCTGGAGTTGCTGTTACGGCTTTGGAGGGAATAACAGCGGGAGCTACTGTAGTTGTGAATTATTTAGTAAAAGCTTTCAATTTATTAAAAGATGCAGTGGCACTTTTGATAAAAATAGTGGATGCTGTGATAAGTTTAGGAGAAATTTTACAAAATGACGACTCGAAAAGAATAATGAATGACTTGTTCAATATTGATTTTAAAGATGGTCCGTTTGGAGTGAAATGCTGGGTCGAATATATACTTGATAAATATGGTAATGATAATGTATTCTTAAAATCTTCTTGCGCGGTTTTTAATAAATTATTATCAACTATTTATGATAAATTAATATCTTTCATCAGTAAAACAATTTCATTTGCTATTCCTGATGGTGGTATAGGAGGAGTATTGTTTTCTGGATTTGTTAGTGTTCTAAAATGTAAAACATATGATTTTGCTTTACTGAGGTTAAACAAAGCATATGATAAAATGTCCTATAATAAACAATTATTGTTCGAAAAACCTGATCTTATGAAGAAAACTTTAGATGATTACTTATCAAAGGGAAAATTCTTTGTTGACAAATTTGACGACTTGGTTGTTAAAAAAATATCGGATATTTCTCTATATAATTTTCTATCTACTAATACCGAATCTTTATCACTTATATTAAATAAGGTATTAGCATTAGTTTTTTCGATTATGTATGTGTTGTCGAATTGCGCGAAAAGAGGATTTTGTGACACTTTAATCGACGAGATAAAAATCTAATTTAAATTATTTTTGACTGCCTGAATCGTATCTTCTGCATATGATAAAATTTTAATATTCTTTTCAACTTCTTTTTCTATTTCCAACAATTTGCTTATTATTTTTGTAATTTTATCTATCATTTTTTCAAAAGTAAATTCCTTTATTCCTCCTGATTTCTTGATTTTAAACTTTCGTTTGCCTATAACGAAAATTATTTTATTTTCTTTATTTTCCAATAATACGTTGTCTATTTTGGCAATACAATCATTCATAACTACTCCTCCCGAAGCAATATAAGATAAAGAAATTTTCCTTTCTATATTTCCTTGACATATCTCAAACAGAGCTGATATTTTTTCTCCATTGTTGTAATCACGTTTTTTAAGGATAATTATTAACTTTTGATAAAAAGCATCTAATATGTCATCATATTCCTTTTTAAATTGGTCGTATAATTCTTCATTCTCTTCCTGTGTCTTGAGATTATCATTAAAATCTGTTAATCGTGATCTTAAATCTGAAAATTCGGACAATGATTCAGAATATGTTTCTTCAGCAAGTTTTATTATAGTTTCTGTGTTCTTTATAAAATTGTTATTCTCGTTCTTGAGAATTTGTAATTTACTAAAATTAAGATCACATGTACTGTCATTATCTTTTGTAACATTTGATGAACATGAGTTCAGTGAGGTTTGAGTTAATAGACTGAACGAATTTTTTTTATGTTTATTTGCTCTCTTGAATATTTTATCCCAATGAGGAGAATTTGATGTTTTTGTGCTAACTGTACTCATATATATATATTATTCTACAAAAGAAATTATAAATTTATTTTTTTAGTTATATAATATATACGTCTAATTTATAATATGAAAGATCAAATTCTACATTCAACCAAGAATATTGTAAAATATATAAACGCCAACACAGATGAATTAATATGTGTATTCAGCAATTTTACAAAAAAACATCTCAATAAATCAGATGAAAGTGCAGGAAAACACATATTGAATAAATTAATTAAATCCTTAACACATATCGAAACTTACATATTAGAGGAAAAATGGAATGATATTTGTAAATTAGAAGAAAGATTAGTATTGTCATATAGAACTATGAAATATATTTACGAAAATATTAAGCTTCAAGGTAAGGATAAAAAAATTATTAAAAATTTATTGGTTTACTTATATTGTGTTATAAAGTTAATAAAAAATAAAAATGGTAAAGACTTTTCTGAAGACAATTCTAGTATAGCCAAGAATTCTGAATCCTCTGGATGTTATTACTCTGTATCTGAACACAACAAAGACAAAAGCGACATATTATCTACAAGCAATTGTGATAAATCAGAAAGTTCAACTAATTGCTCTAAATCCACTGAACAAATTACTGAGTGCTCTAAGTCAACTGAACAAATTACTACTAAAACAAGTGAACAAAGCAGTGATGATAAATCAACAATTTGCTCTTCTGAATTAGAATCTTTTAAAAAATCACTAAAGAAATCAACATCAGAAAGTCAAAATTGTGATAAGACAGCAAGTTTCAGCTCTGATTTCAGTAATTCATCAAATTGTTCAACCAGCGAATCAGAATGTTCAACTAAAATAAGCTGTTCAACTGAAACTAATGATTGCTCAACCAGTGAACCAGAATGTTCAACTAAAATAAGCTGCTCAACTGAAACTAAAGATTGTTCAACTGAAACTAAAGATTGTTCAACTGAAACTAAAGATTGTTCTTCTGAAGATAGTAATAGTTTCATTAGAAGGGATTGCTCAGGTTCAACTATTACGAGCTGTTCCACTGATACTAGCTGCTCTACTGATACCAGCTGCTCTACTGATACTAGCTGCTCAACTATTTCTAGCTGCTCCACTGATACTAGATGTACAACTGAAACAAGCTGCAAAACAAAATGCACCTTGACTACTGATTCAGATTTTACAAACACAGAATCATGTAAATCATACTCTTGTGATACTAAGAGTTGCGATACTAAGAGTTGCGATACTAAGAGTTGTGATACTAAGAGTTGTGATACTAAGAGTTGTTCTGAGCAATCAAGTAAATCATCAACGAGTGACGATTGCTATGAAAAGACTGATGAATGTAAAGATAAGTTGAAATCTTTGTGTGATATGCATGAATTATTGAAGACGGTATCTGCATTATTAGAAAAACAATTTGTTGACCAGTTAAATATTGCAAATGGTTATCCATCTGAACAGAAATTATATATAACAGATGTGGATTTCAATGAAAAAATTCTGGACATGTTTTATTTCCAATTCAATAATACAGTTAAAAAGCAATGTGGATCAATATTTGGTGGAAAGAAAGTTTGTGTAGACGTAAAATGTTGTGTTAAAAAATGCAAAGAAGTTAAAGTATGTATTTTGTCTAACATAGTAATTTCAATAGAAAACAATAAATGCATAAATATAAGAATCGGAAATGAAAAGATAACAATCAAATATGTCAACGATAATGACACTTATGGTGAAGCATCTGAAATATACAGAAAAAATATCGAAAATATTGAAATTTTGATAAAATCATTGCATAATAATCAAAGAATTATATCAGACAGCATCAATACAGTTAAAGATTTACTAAAATACAATATTCTAAATTAATTATAAGAAAAAATGAATCCAATAATTATAAAAACAGTAACTCACTTAATGACCAGTATCGGATTGTCGGCATTGGTGGCATCAATATCATCAATAACAGCGACATCACAAAATATTTACAAGTTAATAAAAGATTTTTCGTTTTCAGATTCAAAACAAAAAACAAAAATTTATAATTCTATTAGAGAAATGGATTTAGAAGCAACAGTAAAAATTTCTCAGGAAACACTCAAAAATATTGATGGAAAAAAAAATCAATCTCAAGATGTTTTGTTAAGCGTCCATTATATGAGAGAAATTGTTGATAAAATAGAAGGAGAGCTAATTATACTTTCTAATATGACCAATTATAACGAATCCTTATGGTTATTCAAAAATATGAGATCATATGATTGCTCTTCCATCTTGGATAATCTCAAAAGATATAAAAAAATATTGGAAAATAGAAGAAAACTATTAATTGAATCAATTCGGATGAACTTTTATCTTGATAAAAAAAATGAAGTAAAGGAAGTCAATACAAATATTATTTCTGATGACAATCAATTGATGATCGTCGACAATAACTATTATTGACAATAATAATATATACTGTCATGTTTAAAAACCAAATATTTTTTATTATCAATATATTTTTCAATCAAATTTTCAAAAAACTCTTCAGTTATGTTAGTAGAAAATATGTTATTAACATAATTATCCACATTGAAATATATACTTGATAAAAACATTAGATTGATATACTTGTAAAATACTGTTGATATATTTCTAAAATTCAATTGAAAATTATTCATGACAAATATTGTTGTCAATGAATAATCAACATTTTTTTCTAACAATCGCAACATTTTATTATCTTGTAAGTATGAAGAATAAAATAAATTGAAATTTTCTACGATTAATATTTTTGTTCCTTTGTTTTCAGTGATTGTTGTATAAACTTGTTCGAAGTCTTTCTCTGAATGAGAAGGAATAACAAGTTCACTATCTATTTCGTGATTCGAGTTGAAATTTACATAAAGTCTGATATCAAAAGTAATTTTGTCTAATATATCTTTTAATAAATCAGTTTTCCCAGATGATTTTCTTCCCAACACAATCACATTTTTGTTGTATATATCGTTTATATTATACAAAGTAAGACTCATATATAACATATATACACATATATATTTTAGACTTTTTTAAATATTATCATATGTTTATTATCGAATTGAACAAAACTAAGATAATATATATATGCAAATTGAATATTTTAAAAAGAAAATAAGTATACACAATAAAAATAATTCAAAAAAAATTCTGTTATATCAAAATGGAGACTTTCATACTGAAGTTGCTGGATTTATCATTTATCATTTCAAAAATTATGATTTTGATGTTTTTTATCCTCACGCCAAAAGTATTAATAATTATTTTTATTATTACGAAGAAATATTTAAAATTAAGCTAAATTATGTTGTTTCTGTAAATGAGCATATATATGATTATATTTTTGTTCTAACATCTCGAGAAATTAAATTACTACAACCCAGAAACAAACAAAAATACATATTATTGAAACATGTTAATGAGGATATTTATGATGAATATACAAACATAAGTTTTAATAAATTAATCGCTGCCAAATTCAATATTATGCCAATATACAATATTGATGTGGACATAAATATGAACGTAAATATGAACGTAAATATGAACGTAAATATGAACGTAAATATGAACGTAAAATACAATATAATTTGTTTGATTGGCAATATGTCTAGTTCTGTAGTTAGGAATTTAGATGGAATATTAAAATTATCAAATTTAATGAAAGATTATCATTTTTATATATTCACCAGAAAAATTGACGATAAATATAAACAAATGTTACAAAATAATAAAATGTGCAAAATATTTTTAAATATAAACTCCAAAGAAATGATTGAAAAAATAAAAAAATCAAAATTTATTTTAACAGCCGACACAGATTATTATTATGCACCTGGAACTAAAACAGGAGTACTAACTGGATCGATACCATTGGCTTTAAATAATAATGTTCCTTTAATATTATCTAAATCTTTAAACAAAATTTACGGATTAAAAGGAGTTTTGGAATATGGTGATATTTGCGAAATTCATTCCAAATTATCTTCAATGAATAATGATGCGTACAATAAAATTGTAAGTCAGTTTATGTCAGAAAAACACAAAATAATTGCTAACAACGAAAATACATTAAAAAAAATAATGTTATAAAATTATAAATAGTGATGAGTGATGATGTGACATTAATTAAAAAAAAATCAACAAATGGTAAAAAAGGAGTGAACCAAATAATATTTCATAACAAGAAAAAAATTATACCAGTCAAAAAAAATGTAAATCTTTTTAAAAGAAACACTATTAATAATCTTCCTAAAACTGAAAAAAATAATATCAATGTGACAATGATAAATACTAATAACAAATTATTTCAGAAGGAAACTATCAAAAATAACAAAATTATTCCAACCAATAACAGTAATAAAACAATTAGTATAATAAGCAAGCGAATCTTAATTTATCAGAACAAAAACATGCATACGGAAGTAATTGGTATGTTTATGTTCAATTTTAAAGATTACGATATTGATGTTTATCACCCTCATATAAGTAGTTCGTCTAATTCAATACCATACTATGAACAAATTTTTAAAAAACGGGTAACATATGTAAACACAATATTCGAAGAGCTATATTCTGTGATAATAATATTAACATCAGGAGAATTAGATACAATTAAACCTAAATGTAACAAAAAATATTTGTTAGTAAATCACGAAAATGCAACAGTGAATAATAAATTTATAAATATCTCTTTGACACCAATAGTTAGATCCGATTATTTTTTATTACCAATCTACAGTTATCCAAACAACAACAGTAGGCTCAAAGAAATTAGTATTATTGGATCATTACAAAATCATCAAAGAGATATAACAAATATATATAAACTCATAACTAATTTTCCAAATTACAATATCAATTTATTCACAAGATATCTCGAAGAAAAAACCAGAAATACTTTTCTAAAACATAAGAATTTTAAATTATTCGAAAAAATGGACACTCGCTCTATGATAGATATAATCAGAAAATCAAAATTTATTTATACGGCTGACACAGAAAATTACACGGAAAAAGGTATTAGAGGTGGAATTTTAACAGGAATGATTCCTATTGGATTAAACAATAATATACCAATCATAATGACAAAAAGATTAAATGTAATATATAACTTGACAGGAGTTTTATTATATGAAAAAGATATAATGGAATTAAAACAAGAATTATTGATGCTGAATGATACTTTTTATTTAAATTTAATAAAAAAATCCAGGGATGATATACAACGAATTTGTCTCCAAAATGAATTAAAGTTCGATATATTAAAAGATAAATTTTCAGAATATTAATTATATGGATTCTGCTGGAAAAATACAATTAAGATATCATAAATGCAACCAGCAAAATGGTAATTTTGGAGATGAAATGTCACCCGTATTGGTCAATAAAATTTCAAAAAGAGATGTTATAAATTGCGCTAGTTTAAATAAACCATGTTTAATCGCTATTGGATCATATTTACAGATGGCAAAAGACAATGACATCATTTGGGGAACAGGAATACGAACAATTGATCAGCCATGTAATTATAAAAATTTAAGAGTAAAAGCAGTTAGAGGACCAATAACAAAAAAATATTTGGAAAAAAAGAAAATATTCGTTCCAAATGTGTTTGGAGATCCGGCACTTTTATATACCAGACTATTTGATATCCAAGAAGATGTAAATTATTTGAATAAAATAGGATTTATTCCCCACTATACGTCATTAAGCACCTATCAAAATAATAATAAATTACCAAATAATATTAAAATAATATCTCCACTAGAAAAACTTGACACTGTCGTATCGCAAATAAAAACATGTAATTGTGTAATTTCATCATCTCTTCATGGATTAATAATGGCAGATTCATTCAATATACCGAATTACTGGTTATATGAATGTCATCTCAATGAAGGTATATTGAAATTTGAAGATTATTTTGCATCTCAGAATAGACAAATTAAAATGCATAATAGTATTGAAAATATATTAAAAAGTAGTTCTGAAGAATATGGTAATAAAATAAATTTAAATTTATTGATGGACTCATTTCCAAGAGAATTAATAAAATTATAAACTGATCAGATAATAATTTTTTTAATATCTTCCAATTTCATTTTATTTAAATTAGAATAAAAGAAACTCTTATTTTTTTTTATTTTATCTTCTGACCATTCCCACCATTTGATCTCCATTAAATATTTTACAATGTCATCTGAATATCTATTTTTTATAACTTTACATGGAACGCCTCCACACACTGAATATGGAGGTAAACTTTTAGTGATAAGTGATTTCGTTCCAATGCAACAGCCATCTCCTATTGTCACACCACTTAATATTGTAACATCGTCTCCTATCCACACATCATTTCCAATATAAACATCACCTTTAGTTCTTTCTTTATTTGGAAATATATTTAATTCTCCAGGATGATTTTGGTTAAAAAATGTTTTATAAAAATTTCCTTGTATTGCAGGATAATTATAATCGTGATTCAAAGTTATAATTTTTAAATTATTGCCTATTGCACAAAAACTTCCTATAAATATTTTTGATTCATTAGAAGAAATTAATTTTATATCTCCGTTGTAAAAAGTTCTTTTACCTACTATAATGTTATTTGATGATTTCAATATCGACATTAATATTAATTTAGATAAATTGCCAAACAATCTTGACTACTATAAAATATAGTGGAATAATTGTTAAATAGTAGCAAATTTTTACACTCCTCTAATTCATCGACTGGAAGATTATTATATTCGAATTTTATATATTTTGGTCTTATGACTTCTAAAAAATCCTTTATTATATGATAATCACTTCCCTCTGCATCAACCACTAAAAAATCGATCTGATCTAATTTGTATTTTCTCAAAAATGTTGATGCTTTCATTGATTTGACTCGAATTTTTCTTATATATTTTTCTATAGTATTTTCAAAAGTCCAACCATTTTTTTCAGTATGTATCTTACCTCTTGTTTGCCAATATCCACGACCTAGAGAATTTCTGTCATTATATCTTGATGATACTCCCATTAAGAATTCAGGTAAATTATTGTTTATTATTTCTTCTGGATCAATTACATTAAAATCTATCTCACCATCAACATCACTTATTGCATGATTTAAAAGAACAATATGTCCTTCAGCATTTCTATAATTTTCTACTAATTTATCAAAATAATATCTTACAGGTTCGAATAAATATGCTTTTACTTTTTCATTATCAATTATATATGGATATAATTTGTCAAACTTAATTCCATCCATCGCACCTATCTGCACGATATTCAGTCTGGATTTTGAATACAAACTGTATATATCGGTGACGTGTCGGATATTGGAGTTAATAATATCAAAAATACCTCTTTTTATTTTATTGGCATAGTAATGAGAATCATAAATATCAGAATTCAGCAATTCCAGCAATTTTTTATTATCATTCTCAATTTCTACTTTCAACCCACATGCTCGTGCTTCCAATACTGCTCTTTCGCCGCCTCCGTCCACACGACATGGTACATAACATATTCTAGAGGCATTATAAAGTTTTGACAATTCATTGTATTCAACAAAATTTTTTACCTCAATACCATTTAATTTTAACTCGTCAACAGTTTTTTTATTATCTAAGAAACCCACCACTAATTTATTCCCAGGTTTTTCAATTAATTTTTCTGGTCGTTTGTAATCCGTCACATTGCCCACAAATATATAATCATACTTTTTCTGAATATTCAAATTTCTCATAACTTGTGTATCTATACCGAATGCATGATATATATTGGAATGTCTGTTCAAATTTGCATAATTTTTATACCATTCTGTTTCGTAAAAAAGAATATCAAAAAAATTAATATCATTCGTCGTGGGTATTTTTATTGACGATATAAATATTCCTATTTTGCATTTCTTTCCCTTTTGGCTAAAATATTTTTGACAATATGATTGCATAGATGATCCAAATCCCCACTTTATAAAAACAAAATTGTAATTGTTAAGCTCAATATCTGTTTTATCAAAAAAATTAATCATATCTATTTCTAACAAAGAGTCTTTTTTTAACAGTTCAATTGCTTTGGTAAATCCATCGTGCCATTTTTCGTATTTGATAGAATTATTAGGTATATGGTACAATATTGCTATTTTCATCTGTTATATATTTCTTATTTTATTTTTTTGTGCAGTTTTATACGAATTTCCAAAAATTGAATATATATATACATTAGATCAACTGTTTTATTATGGAGCAAAATGAGAATCAAAGAACAAATCATATCATATCTGAAAAATAATTATGTGCCTTATCATTTACAGAAACAGTTAATATATGAGTATTTTAAAAAATTGATTTGTTATTTTTTACTTTTTGGTTCAGTCAATATTTTGATTTTAACTGCTGTGACATATGTTCCTATATTATATATCATTTGTTTGCTTCAAATTGTTGTTCTACACAATATTTATTCTGATGATCAAAATATTAAACTTTTTTTCGATGAAATATTTAGTTTCTTGACATATAAATCAGCAACTATTTTTATAAAAATTTTGTCATTGTTAATTCTTTCAGTGTATGCCCTTATTTGTGACAAGTCAAGTATAATTAAAAGAATTAAATTAAATAAAATAGATAACGATACAACAAATGATTATATTTTTGTATCAAATGACATTTATGTTGGATACGAGTTTTTTGGTCCTGAATTTTTTGACATTAAAAGTTATTCTCTTAAAGTCAAAACAAACTTTTCTGAAATTTTTGATGTTAATTATGAAAAAAAAAACAATATTATGAAAAGAGATTTAAATAACGATATTTTGTCCATTATATTATCATACTCAGATATTGATGAAATTCACAATAAAAACAATATATTTTTAACAAAATTATTGAAACATTTCGAAATAAAATTCATAACATATGATTTAATATAGTCATAAAATTGAAAATTTATTTGTTTGATCAATTTATATAATAATAATAATTATACAAAATGAGTTTATTGTTACATAATCTTAGAAGTTTTGTAGTATTTAACCATATTTCTCCTGGATTATACGAATGTATTTCAAAAGAGATCAAAAGTAGAACCAAAAAAATAAAAAAGCTAAGAAAAAATATTATCAAGTTAGTAGAATATACAAAAAGATTGGAGGAAACGATTGATAGCTTACAAAATCCTGATCAAATGTTTTGAGTTTTCTTGTTTTTAAGGTCCAAATATTTTTGTTTATATTTCAAATATTTGTCATAATACTGTCCACCTGACATATTGTATATTTGATCATAGTTTTCTATATCATAATTTCGGAGATCTGGTCTTCCCACACTTGATAATTGATAAGTTGTGTATGGTGAATTAATTAAACCAGATAAAGTCATTTTTTTGGCAGATTCATAGTCTGTATACAGCTTAATGTCAAGAGCTTTATTAATAATTATATTATCAGTTGTCAACAAAGAATCTATATATGCTAAAACACTTGGATAGAATCCAGCGTCATCATTATCATCTACATATTGTTTTATTATATCGATTTTTTTAGATAATTTATCGCATTTTTTTATGATTTTGTTTTTTTTTAGTTGCTCACAAAAATTTAAGAGTTTTTCATTGTATTTGTTTCGAGTGATTATGAATGGTTGCGTAATCATGTTATGTGATGACAAAATATATGTTTTTTTTAATTCTAACTCTTTATTATCATAAGTAAATTTCGTCCCAACATCAATTAATTTATAATTAACACTCAACAAATCCTTGAAAATTAGCAATAGCAACATTTCATCGAATCCCATTTTTAATTTTTCTTCAAAAACTTCGCTGTTTCCATAAATTTTGCTTCTTCCATATAAATTTAATTTAATAGCATCTTTGTCAGCTATTTTTTTATTTTGTATTTGTGAAAGAATGCACGATCTTAAGCTATTTTCGTTTTCCGTATAAAACTGTATCTTTTGAGCATATAAATTATATCTACACTTTTTTACCTTAAGTTTTAAACCAATTGTTCCGGCTAGGGGATCATACAAATTATGTCTTTTCTCGAAGTATTCTCTATCAAAAATAGATTTATAAAAATTCAACCATATACTATACGAAGCAAATCTATAAAGATCATCTGATTTCATTACAAAACGTGAACCAATATCTAAATCGACAATATACAAATACTTCTCTTTATCTTTTTCGAACACTTTTAAATTGTGACAATCCAAGTTAGAAACAATACCATCAGCTTCTCTGGACACACATATATTAACTTCTTCATCAACAAAAGGGAAAAATCTTAATGATCTTGTTCTAGCTATTTGTTTCCCTGACATACTTTCACATATATAAGTATAAACCTCTGTATTTTCGGAGTTTAAAATATAGTTGTACGTTTCTCTCAAGTCCGTACCATAACTTTCTTCTTGTGTTTCCTTGATATTTGTGACAAATTTATGAACAGAGTAATCAATATATACTCTAACAATCCAATCATTGAGATTTTGTTTGACGTTTACTATAGTTTTTTTAATTGAAGTCATATATGATCTCAACGAATGGGCAGTTTGTTCATTTATGACCTTGTCCCAGTATAGTGAAATGGATACACAGTTACAACAATTTTTGCGAGGCGTAAAATCAAAAACATCCAATGCATCTCCAAAATACTGGGGATTTTTTTCAATATTTTTTTTGATAACAGTTGGGTCATATGTGTGTATATAATATTTGCTTTTCTTGGTGTTAAATAAATCACATTTTTCCACATATTTTATCGGATTATTTTCCTTAGAAACTTTTACTTTACCTGAATTTAGAAAAGTTTTTAGATTCAAATCTTCTGCCTTATTACTGGGATCAGTACTCTTTGATGACATTATATTAATTATACGGTATAATATTTTTGTGACAATCAAAAATACACTTAAAGAAATAGTGATAATATTGTGTTGACCTTATAGCATAACGGCAATGTACCTGTCTCCAAAACAGTTGATCCGGGTTCAATTCCTGGTAAGGTCATATGACTAATTACTTTAAATTTGATCTAAAGTAATTAATAAAAATATATGTTTGCATTATATATGAATCCAATTTGTTTAATTATATGTATAATACTAGTTTTGTTGTGTATACTCGTATTATGGACAAACAATTGTACTTACGTTGAAAATATGTCAGAAGAACAACTCAATATAAACACTGATCCAAAAGTTTTAGACAAAATCAGATTAATGTTAAAAAATATTCATAATTTATTCCAAAAAAACAATCTAACGTATTGGATAGATGGAGGAACATTATTAGGTGCTGTCAGACATGGTGACGTTATTCCATGGGATGATGATGCCGATATATGCATTATGAAAAACGATGAAGCCAAATTAATTTATCTCAAAAAATACCTCAACGAAATGGGATATGATATTATTGATTTTTGGGGTGGATATAAAATTTTTCCACTTGATGGATTTACTATTAAAAACGATATAAATTATAATTATAAATATCCTTTCTTAGATATTTTTTTAGTAAATGAGGATGGTGATAGAATTATATATGATAATGAACAAGTCAGAGAAAAATGGCCTAACATTTATATAAACAATGCTGAACTATTTCCATTAAAAGAATATCAGTTTAATGACTTTTATCTTGTTGGACCATACGATTACCAATCTTATTTAGACAGATTATATGGCACAAATTGGAAAAATGAAGCATATAAATCTTACGACCATGCCACTGAACAATTCATAAAAACTATTAAATTTAATATTTAATTTAGTTAATTAAAATATAACTTTATAAAAAGACACTTAAAGATTTGGCAATAACAATATATTGCCTGTATAGTTTAGGAGTAAAATATTGCTCTTCCAAAGCAAAGTCATGGGTGCGATTCCCGTTGCAGGCATTGCTCATGTAGCTTAACAGTAAAGCAACTCCCTGCAAAGGAGTAGAGTATCGGTGCAAGTCCGGTCGTGAGCTCATTACTAAAAAAATTGATTAAGATTAATCAATTTTTTTGACAAAATTATTTTTAAAATATGTGTATAAATATATATGGCAGGAGTTATGCTAATTGAAAAGTATTCTAATCATTATGGCAGAGAAGATTACGCGTTAATTTTATTTTACAATATTAATAAAGATGTTTATGAAGAACCTGGCGGACATATGATGGAAAACAAAACAATAGAAGAAACTGCTTCCACTGAACTGATGGAAGAAACTTGCAATTTGTTCAGAATAAATCCAATGTATTTAACACATCACACTTCTTACAATAATTATCATAGTTTCCTTCTTTATATTAAGGGACCTAAGGATAATTATGGTAAATATCCTATTTATTCTGACTATTATAGACATAATCGAGATATTATTCACAATAGCTATGCACCTCCACAATACAAAGAAACTAGTAATATGAGAAGATTTTATATTGTTGATTTGGTGAATTGTGGATTGTTTTTTGAAAAGGGCAATTTGATGTGTCCAGACGCGAATGGTAATCTTAGAAAAATATCAGGGAGAACAAAAACAATGCTCAGATCATTTTTCGGTAGAGGATATATTGACATGCACAGTGGTTATATTAATATTAATATCAAACCATTAATTTTAGGTCTAAAACCAAATTATCAATCGTTTAAAAAACCCTTTCTCAATGGAACAATAGCTTATTTTATTTGATTATTTAAAAAAATTGAAATACATAATTGTCTGAATACTGGATAAGAATTAGGATTATCTAACAATGTGTTATAAAAAAAGTATTGTAAAAATTAAATATTCATCTGATCACAGACATACTGATGAATTCTCTTTTCCTTCCTGGAACGAAAGAAGAGAAAATAAAAGACAGCAAAAGTTTAAAAAATCTAGTTATCGAGAAGCTTGTGACGAAATTAAAAGAGAAGTTTGTCAGTCTCGTGACATTTGTGTATCCAGTATGAAATTTTAAATTAATATTTCTATTTTAAATTTTATAATGAGATGATCCATAATAAGACTATAATCTTTGACAATTGGAATGAAAATAATATAGCTTTTGTGCAATTGTCCATCATAATCATTGTTTAGCTAATATTTCATTTTTGACAAAAAATATGTCATATTGTATAGACAACACTGTAGAAAAATTTGAATAAATAAACTTATCAATAACTTAATATGGACATATATGCACAAATGGTTTGGTTACAAACATTTTTTGATATTTATGTGAAATTATCTAATAAAGCCAAAAACGAAAAAACATATTATAAATATGTTTTCAGAAAATATTGACAATTTATTTATTTTATAGAAATATATGAGTAGAATTGTAACTATCACAATTATCAGACACAGTAAGTCTATTGCTAACGAATATTATGACAAATTTGGTAAATGGGCGAAAGATGAAATTTACAGGAATGCTGTCCTGAGTGATAAAGGTATACAGGATATAAAATTGTTGAAATCCAATATTGTCAATTATATTCATCATAACATTGGTGATCCTGATTATATACTTATATCTCCTCTCAAGAGAGCTATTCAAACGGGATTATTAATTTTAGAAGACGTATATATCCCCCACAATAAAATTTGGATCACTCCAATCGTCACTGAAATTGGTAATTTGATTGAGAATAAAGGAGTTTTAATCGAAAATACTATTAATGACAATGATATCACTAGTTTGAAAAAGTTTAAACTGATTTCGTTTCACAATAATCCAGAAACATTCTTCTTTTATAATAATGGCTGGAAGACGAAATTTATGGATGGTTGGGAATTAGATGATTCAAAAATTACCAATATTCAAAATATTGATAGTTGGATTAATCTTGATGATGGTTTAAATATATTATCTGATGCTGAAAAAAGAAAAATTGCTTTCTTTGATATGATATCAAACATAAAATTTTCAGGAAAAAATATACTAATTTTCAGTCATTATGTTTTTATTAAATCAATTTTAGGAATAGAAACATCTAATTTAGGAGCATATACTTTTACATTCAATCAGGATACTAAGGAAATCAATTTAATTAACAATTTTGAACCCAAAGATTATAAAAAAAAATATAAACTTAAAACGAGTTAAATATTATTGAAAAAGTCAAATATGTAACTTGTGTTGTTAGTTGGTATGTAGGATATTGATGCCCAATAAGAATTAAGTTTATTATTGTAAGGAATTACGACTACATATTCAGGTTCTAAACCCCCATTCAAAAAACATGTGCTATTTTTTCTGAAATTAATGATATGTTCAGCTAAATCATATTTAAATATTTCAATGTGTCTTTCGCCCAATAGACCTGTGCACTGATAGTTATTTTTTTTGAATATAACTGCCGCCATTATTCTGGGATCACTTATACGCAATTTCATACTATGATTATTTTCGTACATATTACTATTCAATATAATTATGTTATTCGAATGTAATTGAAATATTTTATTATCGTATGACAAATAATTATCATTTAAATACACAATTTGATAAACAATAAAACAGGCAACAAAAAATAATACTGTATATATATTCATCATTTGTATGTTGATTTTTAGAATATTATTGATATTTTATTTTTCAATTTTTTATATTTATATTTATATTTAGTTTATTTTAAAGTTTATTTTTAAGTTTATATTTATTAAAAATTGAAAATTATAAACTAAGAATATTAAATTTATAGTTAAATTATTATTGGATGAGCTTATGAACACATTACCTGAATTTATTTTGAATGAAATATATTGTTATACAGAAGGAAAACAATTAGAATTTAAAAATAAATTTTCTAGTTCATTAAAAAACAAATATATTGAAACTGTTTGTGCTTTTGTGAATACCGAAGGAGGAAGGTTAATATTTGGTGTTGAAAATAATGGAAAAATTATTGGCTGTTACATATACAGGGAAGAATTAGACAATATACTTTTATTTTTTGATTCAATGAGTCAACATTTATTTTGTTCGAATGGAGATTCGTTTGACTCTGAATTAGTCAAGTCAAAAATAACATTAATCGCAAAGGACACATATATAATAGAAATTATATGTAGCAAAAAGAAACGTCAAGAAAAATATCAAAAAAAAGATGGTAAATGTTTTATTAGAAATAATGCTGGTAATTTACAGACTAATCTTAAAATTATGTATTCTAATCGAGAATATTATTTATTAGTCAAAAAAATTGCTCAATTAGAAAATGATAAATTATTGTTGATCCAAAATTGTAATAATACTGTTAAACATCATGAAAAAAAGCGTATAGAAACACTTCATCGTCTTGATTATATTGAGAGAGAAAATGAAGAATTAAAAAAAAATATTAAGAAATTCAATGAAAATTCACAAAGTTTGGCTATTTTAAATAATAATTTAGAAATAAAACTAAAATCTATTTCAGATGAAATTGAACAGCAAAAATATCAAAATTGTAAATATATTGAATTTGATCTAGAAATAGTAATACCTTCTTTTTTTATTAAAAATTGAAAAAAATAATGTTAGAAAGGTCTATTATTTCTGCTAAATATATAATTCTAGAAATGGAAAATATTAAAGCTTTAACTGAAGAATTAGAAAATCTTTCTAAATTGGTCGGTAAAAAGAATTCGAACAAAGCCAAGAAATTATTGAACAATTGTAAAGACCAATTAAAAAAAATAGAGGATCAGTTGAATCTTCAAGTAACTTTCAAAAAAGAACAACAGTTAATTGGCAAAAATTATTCCAAAAAAATGTCGTTAGTTATGGAGTTTCTGAGATCAATAGAAATATTTCTTGATGTTTCTCTAACTGGCGGTGTATTTGGTTCATTTGTTAGACAAATATTTGAAATTCCTTTTGCAATGGAAGATGGTTATAAAGAAAATAGTTTTGCAAATCCTATTGGTCATGATTTAGATATTGTTTTGTTCACTGTCATTCCTCATCAAATTACTATCCATAATATTATCAAATTTATGGAATTAACTGAACAATACATAAGATTCGTTGATTCGTCCAATGGAAATGTGAATTATCCTATGTTTGGTGAATATAGATTAGTTGAAATTAAAAACACAACTGTGACTGAAATTAAACATAATTTCCCGTTTGGCAAAAAATCATTATATAATATTCCAAAATTTGTGGCAAAATTTGTTGATAGTAATAATAAAATGACAAGTGTTGATATTTTGTCGTGGTTACCAGGAAATACTGGCGATACATGGAGAGATTTTGATACCAACTGTTTAGTGATGACAAAAAATGGCATTATGACTCATAACAATACTAACTTTTTCTCTGTTCTTAATCATATTAAAAGAAAGGAATGTGAATGTCTTGTTGATGTAGAAGGACTCCAATCAATTTTAAAACAAGGAATTCCTAGAATTCATAAAATACCATATCTTTCTACTATATCACAATTTATGTCAAACCGTTTAAAAATATTGGCTAATGGTTATGACACAATAACGAGTTCGTATAGCGTGCCTTGTTTTGATATTGAAACCATTGAGTCATGTCCTATTACCAATTGTGAACCTCCATACATCAACATCACTCTTTGTTGTAACCATAAACTTTCCATTGCAGCATATACTGGATTGGTATTTAAAAGTGATAACCCTGATTCTGAATCGATTAAATGCCCTTACTGCAGAGGCGAGTTTTTGATTAAAATGATTGACAAAAAACCATCGACAATCAATTTTTGGAGTCCAAAAATAAACAAGAAGATTAAAGTTTATACTCCCGAATATGCTACTAATTCAAAAGTTATTATTAGTGATGAGTGTAAAAAAATGATCGTAAATTATTACTCTGAAGTTAGTTCAGATAACAGAAACATCACAAATCAAACTTTTATCCCAGGTAATATCATCCCTGAAAACGGAATGTCTATACCAATTAATAATATGCCAATTAATAATATTCCAGTCATCAATGGACAACCTTCACTTATCAACAGACAACATCCAAATAATTTTTATGTTCTAGACTATGACGAAGATAGTTATTAAATTACTAAACCACATTCGAATGGTTTTCTACAAAAAGGACATTTGTTTATCTTACATTTCAGATAAGATCGTAATGAAACTTTATGACAACACATTTTGTTAGTGAGAAATAAACTAGCATTTTGTAATAGTATACAACAATTTTCACCTTTCAATTCTTCCATCAATTCAATTTGTTTTGATATTTTATCGACATTTATATCACAATATTTTTCCAATCTAAGTTTGTTTATAATGTTGTATATATCAGTTGTCACAAACAATGGACATTGCTGCCACAATGAATACCCAACATCTAAATCGCTTAAATCATAATTTTGCTTTGAATTAATAACATCCATCGATTTATGATTAAAATCCACCATAAACTTTTCCCATTTACTTTTAAATTGTAAAATTTTATTATTTAACATGGAATATCCAACACAATGATAATCTTCAGACTGATTTTCAAACATTTCTTCCCATGTTTCATATATAACGATATTTAAATTTATTTGCAACTCTGTTTTATATTTTTCATCACACACGAGCCATATTATATTCAATGGCTCCTTAACATACACAATTTTTTTGTTTGAATAAAGCTTACGAATTTTTTTGTCAAAATTTAAAATTTTTACTTTGTCAATATTTTTAATGTGAACACTCATTATCTTATTAAATTCAACATGCATAATACAACTTAAAAGCTCGTATCCTGTTATCAATATGTCTTCTTTTTTAAATTCTTTAATAAATTTACCATAGTTATATGAAAATTTAACAATACTCTCTTTATGACTATCAAAATTTTGGAGATTCTTACAGATTTCATTGTTTTTCAAACATTTTTTGCAAGAATTGTTACTGTATAGATGAAGAACCATTTTAATATATAAACTAAACATTACAATTTGTCAAAAAATTTGAATTTCAATTTTATTGAAGACCCTTATAGAATCAAACATATATTATACACAATGATCTTCAAGACCATTAAATACACTTACATGACTACTGGTGCATTGTATGGCGCAAATGATTACTTGACAAATCATTATTCTCCAAAAAATCCAAAATTTATTACATTTGCAGAAGCATCATGTTATACATTTTTTAGTGGTATTTACGGGGCTATTTTTTTTATTAAAAATTGAAAATATATCAATATTTATTTGTAGTTATAATATTTATTACAAAAATGAAAGATATTATCAATATTATAAATTGGCCAAATAACATCAATGTGAGTGTTCGAGATAATAGAATTATTCTAAATAACTCTGAATTGAATATTATTTTAAATTATGAGAAAGAAAATGATGCATACATATTTTCGACGGATATTAAAAGCAATCAATTAACTGAACATCTGTTAAGAATATGTAAAATTAATGATGTTTATACGTGCGATGAACTGTATGATGTGTTTTGTACAATTTCTCAAAAAATAAATGATATTTATAAGTACTGCACAATATGTGGCAAATATGATCAAAATCTTATGAATGAACCCACATATTGCTCAGATAAATGCAAAAATAAATTTTATGGTCTTTGCACAAATAATATTGTCATTGAAAATTTTAATAATGATAGACTCATATTTGAATTATTATTAGAAACCGTATTATACGCACTAGAAAGTGCTAATAAACAACAAAAATTTAAACCGTTTCCTCCAACATTTGAAAATTTTAATGAAATAGAAAATATATTAAATCATACTACAAAAAAAGATATTTTGTCGCACATTTGTAATGCAGGAAATGATTGTGAACTTTTTCAAAAAATTGGCGCAAAAGTGTATACAATGTTAAAATTCATGATTATGTCAAATAATTTAAAACTTAAATCACAGAGAGTAGTTGATGTTGATAACAAAAAAGATCTCAAAATTGGAGAAGATGTTATATGTTTTGAAATTTTGCATGATATTGTCAAAAATGAATCGTTTAATGTTCAGGTTCCTGAATTTTTGTACCATGGTAGTGATATAGCTAATTGGTATTCCATAATGAGAAATGGACTAAAAAATTATAGTGGAACTGCTCAAATGACCCATGGAGCAGCATATGGTAATGGTATTTATTTTTCAGATAGCGCTCAAATGTCTAATTCATATACTCACACAAATATCAAAAATTCCAATTTTCGTATAATAGGAGTTGCACAAGTGTTGGATCGTAAATCTTTTATGAAATCAACAAATATATATGTCGTGCCTGATGAAAATAAAGTTTTGTTGAAATATTTAATCGTTATTCCAGTTAACAAAGTAAATATCACAAATTTTTCCAACTTTATTATTCAGAGAGAAAAAGAAATTCGAGAATCAACACATGATATGATTAACATTGTTATTAAAAGATTATCAAGAGAAATGATGTCAGTGCAAAATAAATATACTATTGAAACGATTCAATTAAATAATAAAATTGTGTGGGATGTAATGTTTAAAAAACAAAATTATAATATTATTATTTCCATTATATTTTTTTCGTCTTATCCACACGATCCTCCTATCATTATGATAAAAAGTCCTAAAATTTCTATTGAGAAAAATGATTGTATTTTTGATAATGGTGTCATTATGTTAAAATGTTTAACTCCAAAAAACTGGAACCCCAAAAATAAAATAATAAATGTACTAAATCAAATAGAATCTTTAATAAATAAATTTGATATTAAAGTTATAAATAATGATGAATATGATTATCTAACCACAATCACAACTTATGATAAATTATTAAAAACAAATAATTTGTATTAAAAAAAATTGAAATATTAAACACATTGAAGACACTATATTTTAGGCTAACGTATATCCATTTACAATGAGTAAATACGTTCCACCTCACTTGAGAAACAAAAATAACCAAGAAAATCCATCCGATTCGCAGAAACCTAAATCCTTTGAATCTTCGCAACAAAAGAATTTTACGCCATCCAATTTCCGTCAAAAACCAGCATATGAATCATCTAATTCATATTCCGCATTAAGTAAAATCAAAGATAAGGAGTTTAATGATTTCAAAGAACCAAAATCATCTGGGTCAAAAGCATTCCCCTCTTTAACAAAGTCTCAGTCTGATAAATTTGTGCCTGATGTTGGTGTATGGGGAAAGAAAAATGACTCTATTTATCAGAAACCAGTTCCTGTACCAAAAATTGATCCTGTAGTTGTAATTCCAGAATCAGTTGTTCCTGTTAAACAAAAAGATCCTTTCGCTGAATTCAATCCAATGGTCATTAAACAAAGAAAAGCAGAAGTTGAAGAATTTAAAAATCCATTTGATGACGATGATTATGATGATTGTACAGATGAAGATATTGATTCTGAAGAAGAGGATTCAGAAGATGATCAATAATTTTTTTATCTATTTTAATAAATCGTTTACTTTTTTAACAAAATATTCATAAGGATTCTGATTAAACACTATCTTTGACTCTGTGGCGTATTGTACTAATAATGATGGACTTATTTTGTATTTTTTTATTTCATCCACAATAACAAACTCTTTGTCGTAATAATACTTGGACATTTCATTTACTAACCATGAATCAACATAATCGAAATGTATTGGTGTTAATCTACCTGGTCTGAATAATGCTTCACATAATTTTAATATCTCTGTGTATTTATTTGTTGTAGCAATTATTATGGAACCATCCAGTGGCACAGGACCTTGAAATATTTCCAACAAATCCTCGAGAGTCAAATCTTCTGTATCATAGCCGAAACTTTCAATATTATAGTCTTTCGAAACTGCACTATCTGTTTCTTTTTCAGATTCGTTAATGTCTACGTTAATATCTACATTATCTTCATCATCTGTATTGTTTTCCTTTTTCTTTTCAACATATTTTATTTTTTTGGTTTTTTTCGTCTTTTTACCTTCTTCTTGTGGCGCGTCTTTTGTAGAAGTTTGTGGATTCGTTTTTGACACATGAGTGACCCATTTATTATAAATATCTGTCATTTTGTTCTTTTTCGCATGTAATTCTCTCACTGTTAAATCAAATTCATCAAAAATATACACAACTTGATTAGGCTGTACCCAATCATCATCTATCTCTGGTCTCCTCATTATTTTATAAATCTCATTTTTATTTTTTATGGTTCTTAAATCCAAACTAATTATATGTCTATTCAATGCCATAGCAATTCTGTAAGCAAATGTGGATTTACCTGTACCTGGTGGACCGTGCAATAATAATCCTATTCTTGGTGCTTGTCCAAATTTATAGAAACTTGATGGATTAAAATGTATTTCCTTTATGACTTGCCATAATACGTCTTTTTCTCTATGGAAAAATGATTTAATATACAGATTTTCTAAATCCTCTAATTTTCTCATTTCTCCGCTATACGTAGTAAATTCATTGTGAATAATTTCATCATCTCTTTTAATAATCTTCACATGTGAAAGCTCAATTTGATTATCCATTAACTCATCCACTTTTTTCTCAATTTTCTTAAAATAATCATTTATATCTGCACCTTCAACATCATCAATGCTCAACTGAATATAAGGAATATTTAATATTTGAACATCTTCCTTTTTCTTTATTTCAATTGGCATTTTCATCCACATAAAATATCCATTCACTTTGAAATTTTCATCTTTGAAATAAACTTCTATAAAGTCTGCAGGTTTTTTGAAAAACGACAAGTTTTCTATGTCGCCACCTTTTTGGTATTCTCTTGCTCTGATTAAAAGATCAGGATTGCCATATTCCATCTCTTTGGGAACATCATAAAATTTCGGGAAAAATTCAAAATATTCTGTAAATTTTCTTATGTCTCTTTCATTGTAAATGTTCAATGTTATGTATTTCTTATCTCTGAACAATAAATTTTTCACATGATATTCTATTTTAGAATAATACTTGTATATCGCGATAATTCCCAAGAATATTATTATGGTTTTCGTTGTTAAAAGTTTCGATATGTCAAAATTTTTTATATCTTCGAAAGATATGCTTCTTATTGTTTGGTCCAATCCTGAATATATCGGACCATACATCATTTGATTTATTTCGAAGAATGTTAATATCCATGTCGTTAATACAGTCGCTAAGGCCACAGATATACCTCCATTCATATTATTATAATGATAATTATCCATATTGTCCATATTGTTACCAATTATAGAAAATATCGTTTATAATAATATTTTTTTCAATATTTTTTATAGTAATGTTTGATATAATTCTGGTTTGTTGATTATGAAGAATAAATATTCATCAAAATCTCTTTCATTGTCAAAATTCAAAGAATCATTGTTCACGCGATAAGTAACCTCATTCAGTTTATTCACAAAATTATAATGATTTGTTGTTGGATACATGATTGTTAATTTTGTTTTTATCAATTCAGGAGTGATCGTGAATTTGTTTAATCTGTCCATATAACCATATTTTGTTTGATAATTATGTATGTAATCGCTCATAAATTTCAAATCCATTTTTGTTTGTGAATAACCTATTAATTTATCATTACAAATTTTACATTTTGGACTTTTTAATCTACAATTTTTATGCTTGATAGTTGTGTGATTGTTCTTGCATATAAAGTAATGAGGTCTTGTTCTACAATTTGTTGTACATACTATACAATTCATAAATTAACATTTATTAATACACTCAATTTTAAGCTAATTTTTTTTTCAATAAAATTGAATATTTAAATGCATATAATCATCAGCCATTGTATGCATATTTATATTCGTAACAGCTACTAAAATGGGTCAAAAACAAGTTAAATTGGATAACGTCAATAACAACAATGATGCTGAAAAAATTCATAATCAAAAGGTCGAAATGGATGAAAATTTTACTAATAACTTACCCAATAACATCAATGAGGTTAGTACTACAGAATCCACTCAAGTAAAATCTAAAAGATTACGACAATTTATTATCAAAAATATTGTGCAACCAACATTTGTCGCTGACTTGGTTGATACATTAAAATGGAGATATAGATGGAGAAAAATTGGGAATTTCTTGTATATACTCTCAAAATTATTGACTTTGGTTGGTGCCATCGTGGCTTTCACCGAAACATACTTTAAAGTCATATATTTGGCTCTTGCCTCTGGTATAATCACTTTACTTGGTGTTTTAATTTTGCAATTGGGTGACTATGCACAAAAAGAAAGTAAGCGGAAAACAAATGAAACAAACGAAATTTTGAGAATGCTTGATATAAGTGGAGTTCCAGAACTTGATGATCCAGTTAAAGAAACAAAAACAATGAACACTGAAATAAAACCAGATAAACAAAACGAAACAAACAATAATAAACAAAACAATGATTCGAATGATCCAGTTAAACCATCAGAAATAACAGAAACCATCGTACCAATCGATAATAATGACAACAAAAAAATCGAACTTTAATTATATGGGTATGAATTGTAGTAAAAATATGAAAAAATTGTATGAAGATAAAAGGAAAATTTATATTTCTAAAAGAAAAAGTTTGGTTGTTAAATTGTGGATTTATTATAGTAAAATCAAAAATAAAAACAATGAGGAAAATGAATTTGTCAGATATTTAGAAGATTTAACCATCGAATTGAAATAATATAGGCTTAAATAATATAATTAAATGGGTAATATTTTTAAAAAACAAAAAAAAATAAGGATTTTTGATGATTCTTTGAATTTATCTGAATTGAAACAATATATTATTAAATCTAAAGTTAACAATGATTGTGATTTCTTATTTTTTATTGATGTTACTAAATCAAATTTATTTATGGATGGAACAACTAGGCATGATTTTATAAATAATGGCAAATGTTCAAAATACGTTTTAACTAATCCTTATTTATCTGTGCTCGATATTATAAAAGACTTTCCTTTTTGTGAAAATACTAATTTTTTATTATATTTTTACGGAACATTAAAAGCATCTTTGTCTGAGAATAATCTTGAAAAAATTTGTATTGGATATAATGATGACACCAAAGAATTATTTAAAAAAAACTCAAACATTTATTTCAATATAAATGAAATTATTGATGCATATAATTATGGCATAGAAATAATAAATAACAAAAATTTACATTTGGTTTGGGGAAATAATAGTTTTCACAGAGGAGTACCTTTAATTAACATAATCGATGAATCAATCAAAATAGCAAAAAAATCACAAAAATTTACAACATCTATCATTTTTACTGATGGTTTTGATAAAAATTATGACAAAACAGATATTTACAATATTCTAAATAAATTGATTGAAGCTACCAACTATCCTATAGAATTTATTTGTATATGTGTTGGAAATAATAATTTTGATCTATTTAGTGGTTTCGACGATTTTGATCATAATAAAATAGGCGTTAATAAGAAAAAATTAACTGTTTTAGAAAAAAAAAGAAATTTCGATAATTTTAAAACAGTAGTTTTACGAAATATTGTGAAAAGAAATTTGCTTAATAAATTAATTAGAGATGAAATATATCGAAATATTTTTGTTGAACTTCCTCAAGTTTATGAATATATTAAAAGAAAAAATATAATAAACTATCAAACATTAAACACAAATGACAATAAACAAATTGTTTCCAATAATTATTCCGATATTAGAAATTCAGTTCTTGAAATAGATCTCAATGATAATAATAAATACGAAATATCAAATCAAAATTCCAATAATAATAAAATTGATAATATCAGAAATTCCATCAGAATAAATTAATTTATTCAAATTCTTTTTCCTAAATTTCTTTCTCTTATCTCACATAATTTTGTTAATAATAATTCTTCTTTGTTCCATTTACTAACATCTATTGTTGCAATTGTTCCCAATAATGGATTGTAAAATTCTATATTGTTTATTTCTATGGCGTTATCTTCTAATCTTAACAATGCCAAATATGTCAACAACTGTAAAATCCATTCTAATTTACATTCCGATGCAACGCTACATTTGTAATCTATTATTTTGCATTCGGTCATATCAAGTAAATCCATTTCACCGATAATATCATAATCCTGGCTTTTTACCATTCTTTTGCATAAAAGTTTGTTATCTTTTATATTATTCACATATTCTTCAATATCATTAAATAAGTCGTCGTCTTTAATAAAAAATGACGATACATCTTTATACAATAATCTTCTTCTTCCGTCATTAATATTCTCGCACAATGACATTCTATATATGTCTTTTATTATTGACTTATTGTCTAAATTGGGATCTGTATAATTCTTATATGAATTGCGCATACTATAACCAAACTCTTCTGGTAAATAATTTAATGGTATCACTACAACTTCATTCATATTGACTTTATTATCAAACGATCTTTTGTACATCTGTCTAACTATTTCTCTTACTGAACACATATCTTTTTCCTCTATTTTCTTTATATATATCGGATCATCATTATTTTTATTCAGTTTTTCTATATATTCAGATACTAATGTTTTTTCATTTATTAATGACATTTTTTTTGAAAAATTTGTTTGATATTTATTGTAGACAGAATATAAATTCATATCCATTTTCAAAGAGTGAATTATTTTTTCTGTTACCCTATCTCTGAGTCCGTCCGATTCTTTATTCTTTACTCCGATTGATCTTGATATATATCTATCTATAAATATACCAAAATCTTTGTGCAAATAATACTTATTAACTATTTCATCATATTCGTGACTTTCATGAACAGTTGTTATTGTTGGCAATATTTCTGGCAATATTTCAAGTTGTCTCAGTTTTTCAATATCAGCTGGTTCGATCATTTCGATTAAACTTGTGACATCATTTTTGTATTTTAAGTTTCTCGTATTTTGGAAATTATAATACGAATTTCTAAATGCAATAAAATTTATTTTGTCTAATGGTATCTCTGCAATAAATCTAGATACTGTTTTGCTTGTAAAACTAATATGCAAATGTTTTTTTGCTCTAGTTAAACATACATAAAATAATCTTCTCTCTTCTTGAATGCTAATTTTGTCTAGTTCACTTGGAAACTTATCATCATTACAACTTACTAAAAATACGACTTGCCATTCTAATCCTTTTGATTTATGTATACTAGTCAAAGTAATATGATCTTCTAATATTTTTGGCTTTGTGTCAGTATTATCTTCGGTTATTAATGCAACATATGGAATTATTGTTCTACGAGATCTATTATGTTTCTCTATTTGTTCCTCTATTATTTTTAACGGATAATTATTTCTTGATATTACAGCTATTTCGTCTAGTTTTATTCCGTCTCTTACATATGAAGCTATTTTACTAATCACATATTCGGCCTGTTCGACATCATTTGTGTACTTTCTTACTTCTGGCATAAATCCTACTGATGGATTATTTGATATCATGTCTTTTGGTATCTGATCTGTATTGTTTTTTATTGATAGATTTGACATATCTATTATTTCCGGAGTTGATCTATAATTATTTACTAGTTTGTGAGTTGTTACGTCATTTATATACTTGTCAAAATTTAATATGTAATCTATATTACTTCCTCTCCATTGATATATATTTTGGGCATCATCACCAATGACGGTTATATATATGTTATGCTTACCAAATTCTCTCAATATTTGAAATTGAATATTACTACAGTCTTGAAACTCGTCAAAAAATATATATTTTATACTGTCATACACATTGTGTCCTTCTCCTGATTTCAAATATTCCAAAAAATATGTAGCATATTCACTAATACCCACATGATAATCTTTTTTAAAGAATTTATGATAATATTTACAAGCAATACCGTCAAAAGTTCCCACTAATATATTAGGCATAAACCCAAACAATGATTCCAATTTATTTTTCATATTTTGGGCCGCATCGACATTGAATGTTGTTAATAAAATTTGGCTTGGATCTACTCCTTTGTCTATTAAATATTTTATTCTGCATATTATAGTAGTAGTTTTTCCTGATCCTGCACAGGCCAATATCCTAATGTTTTTATTGATATCATCAGTCACAATTTTGAATTGTTCATCATTCAACCCAACTTTTCTGTCATTTATTATATAGTCTTTATAATTATCATTTTTATTCGACATATATAAATCTATCTTTTTCTCTAAATTTATTAATTCCGCTTTTTTTAATCCTGTTACTTTTGCTAATTTTGTTGCTGCTATTTTTTCTTTTATAGTATTTATATTCCTTTTTGGTGGCATTTGAATATATTTATATAAAAATTTTTCCAAATAAACAAATATAACACCTATTATTAATGGAAACAGAATTTGATAAATTTAAGGATGAATATTTTTTGGCAAATAAAGAAGATAAATTCAGAATGATTTTCCTCAACGTCTCACAATTACAAAAGTTCGATTTAAATCAAATTATTTCCCTCTTTAATTTAGAATGTGATCAATATCACGAATTCAATTTTAATTATCTTATAAATATTGCCGATTATACTGTACATGATTATATTTATATGATTAAAATATTAAAAAGTAATTTGAGAATGAAATTTATGGAATATTTAATAGGTAGTAAAACTATCTGTTTTTCCATTGATCAACTTGGTGATATATTGGAATGTTTTGATTCTGAAAAATTAATGATCCTTTACATACTCGATTCAAAAATCAGATCTTTTAAAACAATCGATAAAATGAATGTTATACTTAAACATTTCTCTGAGGATAAAGACAAAATTAAAGTGATGATGGCTTTGATAAAAACTTATGATGGTGATAGATCAACGGATGACGTTATATATGTTCTTTCTCAATGCAATTCTGATGCTGGTAAATATTTATTGATCAAAAAATTTCTGAAATATTTCAATAAAGTTAATTATAATCAGGATACTTTAAAAAGAGTCGTTGAGGATCAGATAAAAGATAAAAATATACTGTCTAAATGTTTAGATATATTGCACCTTAAAAATCATCTTAAAGTTTTTCATTCCAAATTTCATTATGATTTACATTTTTTCAGAAAAAAAGATTCAATATCCTTCTATCAAGATAACATTGTGACAAAAATTACTAAAAAGAGTAAAAGTAAAATTAAAGTTGTGTTGTTAGATAGAAAAACTTTCAAACAATTGGGTGATTCAAAATATTATTCTAATGATATAGTTGTTTCATCTGATGAAATATTTGAAAAAATTTGATTTTTTTATTTTTTGGTGTAATTTTCCATATTTATCCATAATAAACATGGTAAAATTATTCGAATCTTTTTCAAATAGTAAAATCAATCTTGAACTTCCGCAAATAATTAAATGGTATACATGTGGACCAACTGTATACGCAGATAGTCATTTAGGTCATGCCAGAACATTCATCACATTTGACATTCTCAGAAGATACCTTGAGTCAATTGGTCATACGGTATTATATTGTATGAATATAACTGATATTGACGACAAAATATTACATAAAGTTAAAATGTTACATTGGACTAATTTGCTTAAAAGTAAAAATATTTTTTCAGACATAATAAATGAAGATTTAATGCTAAAATACTTTAATGAAGAAGATTTGTGGCCAAGCAAAGAATTGTTCTATGAATTTGTCGACAGAGAAGAAGAGAAATTTTGGAATGATATGAGATCAATAAATGTAAAAGACCCTTTCGCGAAAATTAGAGTTACTTCTGTTCAAAATGAAATTTTAGATTTTATTAGCGAATTAGTCACAAAAAAATTTGCATATATATCTAAGTCAGGATCAGTATATTTTGATACTCAAAAATATAATGAAATTTACCCTACACAAGCATATATTTCTTTGCATAAAGAAACCAATAACGAACTAAATTTAAAAAATAAATATAATGACGAAAAAAAACACCCACATGATTTTTCATTGTGGAAATCGGCAAAAAAATATGAAATATCATTTGACTCGCCTTTCAGCAAAGGAAGAGTTTCTTGGCATACTGAATGTTCTGTTATGATCAAAAAACTTTTCGGTAATGAAATTGATATTCATTCTGGTGGAATTGATCTCAAATATCCGCATCATCACAATGAATGTATTCAGACAACAGCAATTACAGAAAAACAAAAATGGATTAAATATTTTTTACATTGTGGTCATCTTCATATCAATAATGAAAAAATGTCAAAATCTTTAACGAATTTTATAACAATAAAAAATTTTTTAGATACATACAATTATAAAGTTTTAAGATTAATATTTATGAATAGTAGATGGAATGAAATACTAGATTTTAATATTGAAATAATAAATGATGCTGTCGGATTAGACAAAAGAATAAACAATTTATATGCTCAGATTAATAGTGTATTGAAAACAAAAAAAATCAAACATTATATTGATTCAAATGACACAACGTTTATTGATATTATTCAAGAGTCAAAAAATAAATTTATTGAATATTGGGAAAATTTTAATACTCAAGCCATTGTTGCCGAATTAAGAAATTTAATAATCGAAACTAATAAATATCTTTCAACTGACTATAATATAACCAATATTATATCCGTCAAAAATATCATAAATAATCAACTACAAATAATCGGTATAGAATATGATATTTGTCAAAATAAAGAAATTAATAATGAAACACTTATTGAGACTATTATTGAGATTCGAGACAAAATTAAAAAAATTAATACATTTACTAAAAAAGAACTTTTTAACTTGTCAGACTGGATAAGAGATGTTAAAATGAAGTCTTTTGGTATACAATTAAAAGACGAAGTTGGGGAAACTAAATGGAATTATGTTTAATTTAATCAATATAATGTTTCCTACATACTGGCATATACATATCCGTTCCTATTACCACTGATTGTGTATCACTTGTTGTTCTCTTACTAAACAATGCTTGAGTTCCATCATTACATTTCTTACAAAATGCCTTTAACTTTATCACTTCATCGGACAATGATATCAAATCATTCATTTGTCCAAAAGGTCTCCTCAAAAAATCGCCATCCAATCCACACACAACAATATTCTTGTTATGCTTTTCACACCATATTTTACAAAACTCTATCAAATCTTCGAAAAATTGACCTTCATTTATTATAATAACATCATTTCTACCAACTTCTTCAGATGATAATTCCAATAGTTTTTTGGCCTTTACACACGGAACTTTATTGTTGTCGTGACTGTACACAAAATTATCATTACCATATCTATTATCATCTGTATAATTTATAATTATTACATTTTTTCCTATATTTTTCCATCTAGTGTATTCCCTTTGAATTTCAGACGTTTTGCCTGAAAACATACAACCTATATACGTTCTTATTGACATTTCTTATATACTTTTTATTAAAGGTTTCGACATTGAATGTATAATTTTCATTTTTTTTTATTTAATACTGTGCCTAATATATATACAAATTATGAACATAAATCTTGTCCAAAATGCTATCCTTGAAGAAATTTATCGCACTAATAAACAAATTTTGAAAAATATGAAAAAAGAAAACGAAAAAACCATAAATATCGATTATACACTGATAAGTACTATTATAAACGATACATTGGTCAAACACAGTGCCAATCAACAGTTAAATAAAAATGAGATCTCAAAAATAATTAATGATGTTTTGATGAGTTTGAATAAAAGCTCTAATAATGAAGACGTGGTTGATTTCAAAATTGAAGATTTAAAAAATGACATCACTGGATATTTGAATGTTTCTAATATTGTCGATTCAGTTCTTAGTAACAAATTTGATATTAAAAATTTACAAAAAAATAATAGTCCTATCTATTTTAACGATGAAGATTATGATTATTATAACCAACCAAAAGATAATTTAGCAGAATTCAAACAAACAATCACTAATATTATTTCCAATAACTTTTTACTCACTGAAATTAATATCTTTCATTTTCTAAAACTCATTATTGAAGATACTTTTGGCAACGCTATTAATTATTATATTATCAATAAAAAAGGAATTAGGTTAGACAAGGATTCTATTAAATTTGTGTATAAAGGCGGTAATTCTCTTAAATCTATTTTTAGAAAATATTTGACAGAATTTCCAGGAATAATATCTGATAAAATTTATGATAAATACGAAAATGTGTTTAATAAAACTGATGCTGACTTTCAATTGTGTATAAATGTTGGATTGTCTGATTCTGACTTTTCGAAGGTCCATAAAGATATGGAAAATATAACTTATCTTTTACTCAACAGAATTAGAAATATTTTTTTAATATTTACTAATAGATTCTTCAGTTTCTATGATCAAGATGAATTCATCAAAAATAATGTTATGAATGATGCTCTGACTAGTTTAAATATCAAAGCAACCAATTTACCTGATAATAATACTTTCAAAAATATAAAGTTAATGAACTTGAGATTTAAAAATTACAACGTTGGTCAAGACTTTAAAGATTTTAATAATATTAATATCGCTGATATTTATCAGGATAATACAAAGCAAACAGACAATTATAAATTTATTAATGATTGGAAAAATTATCTAAATAATCCCTATCGACAAGATTTGATGATAACTAAAGACAATTCGGGTAATAAAATGGTATATGTTTTAAATAAAATTGATAGTATGAATTCTACTGATAATAAACTTAATTTTGACGTTGATTTAAACAAAAAACTGTTTACCAAAAGCAAATCCTGGGAATTTTATATTACATATAATGATTCTATTGAATTTATTTCCGATAATAAAAAAGAATATGTTAAATTCAGCTTATTGAGAATGAAAGTAAACTTCTCTAGTTTGTTCACTAAAAATAAAAAGTATGGTTTAATAAACATTCCTGGTGAATTGATTGATATTTCTATTCCTGATAAAAAATCTTCTGATTTTCAAAAAGTGTTTACAATTAAAAACTCCATCGAAAATTATACTTTTTTAGGAAAATATGATAATCTCAAGTCTCACACATTTAATTATTATTCTTACAGTTTTTATTTATTTTTTGAAGATTTGATGTCAACTATTGTTAAATATTCTAAAATTTTGTGGGAAGGAATAAAGTATGAAAAAAGAATGAACAGGATATATGCCATGATCATTATCGATTTGTTTTATAATCCGACTTTAACTTACGACAATAGAAAAAATTTAATAAAAACAATTACAGATATTATCAAAAACTACAAAATAATTAACTTCAAAATCATAAACACAAATTTGCAAAATTATCTAACTAAATACAAAAATATCGCAAAAAACAATGATATTCCTTTTATAAACATTATGATCTCTTACGTTTGTGATATGTTCAATGACAATTCTTTCGAAAACAAATTGGCTAACGATAAATTATTTCTTGATAATTATCTAGAATTTTTCAAAAATTTTAATGACATGATGATTTTAGCTAATGATGTTAACGAACTTCACCAAAATTATAAACTGATGAATAATTTAGGTTCACTCAAAAACAGATTATTAACAACTAATCAATTGGGAGGTGATAACCAATTTTTAAATAAATATCTTAAATATAAATCTAAATACCTTAATTTAAAAAAATAATTCTATTTTACTTTCTTTATGAATTGTTTTATTTTTGGATCTATAACTCCACTTTTGATAAGTTTATGAATATCTTTTTTGAGATGAATATTTTGTATTATTGTATTCATTATCTTATTTTCTTTTTCCATTTTATCTATTTTGTTCATATATGAATTGTTATCTGAATTTTGAATTGATTGATCTCCTCCTCCTTCTAGATTTTTATTTTTTTCTATTGTTTTGTTTTTCTTCTCTATGAATCCTTTGTATTCGTAATAATATTGTTTTATTTTATCTTCAGATATTTTTGTAATGTTTGCTAATTTCTTCTCACTTCTCCCTGATTCGATATTATCATATATGATCTTTTTCAATCTTAATCCCAATGCATTTGCCGATCTATTATATTTACCTGCTAAATCATTCAATTCTTTGCCATTGGATATATCTTTTACAAATTCTATTTCTTCCTCTTTTGTCCATAAGGGTTTCCTCATTATATAATAATAAAATTTGAAAAAATTATATTAAGATAACATTATATATTGATATATCGATATATATCAGCGGATGGAATTTAATCAAGATAAAAACCTTATTGCCTTACAGAAGGACAATGAAATTAAAGTATTTAATGTTGACCCTTTTGTTTTGAAAAGATCAATTGAGATACCACCAGCCAAATTCATAAAATTACATTATAGAACTAATTTAGTTTTTTTTGTCGGCAGTGATAATAATAATCCAGCAAATACACTTAATATTTATGATGCTTCTTTGACACAAACAATTAAAAAAATTCAACAGGATACAGATATTGTTGATGTACAATCAAATACCATCTACTTATCTTTACTGTCAAATAGTTATATATGTGTATTCAAAATTGACAATTGTGATGTTATTGATTGGAGAATACCTGTCATTAACAATAATTACTATTTGGGATCAAAATATCTGATTTATATTGACAAAAATAGTAATGATGATACAGAAATCATAAAAATTAAAAACATATCATCTAACAACAATATGCAATCCATTAAAGCTCATCAAAATAAAATAAAATTCATGACCACTAATAAACAAGAAACATTGTTGGCCACTGCATCCGAAAGAGGCACCATCATCAGAATATTCGATATTGAAAAAGGTGAAAAAGTACACGAGTTAAGAAGAGGAACAAGTTCAACATGTATTCAATATATATGCTTCAGTGACGATTCTCAATATTTGGCAGTGTTATCTGATAGAGGAACTATTCACATTTACAATCTTACAAATCCAACCTTAAACAGAAAATCTGTTTTGTCTCTACTTGGAGGATATTTTGATTCTGATTGGAGTTTTGCTTGGTATTTCGATGAACCTTTCAATAAAACTAAAAAATGTTGCTTCAATAAAGAAAATGAATTGTTAATATTCACTGAAAATAATAGTTGCCAAAAACTATTTTTTGATTTGAATGCTGGTGGATTATGTGTTGTTAAAGATTATACATAAATCTTATATATATCCATACAATATCCTGATGTGTCACCATAATAACTACAATATTCTTTTTCTATTGAATTTATAACTCGTGTTATTTCATTATTCTTTTTTATATCGTAATATAATAATCCGTTTATATCATCCAAAAAGAAAACTTTTCCTTTCACATCCTTTGTGTCATAATAATTTATATATTTTTGAGAATATGGTAAATATTTTATTATCACATTATCTCCAATATTTAATTTTTCTATCTCTATTCTAACTATTTTTCCATTCTCTGAAAATTGTTGTGTCATCTGATAATTTTTTTTAAAATATTCTGTAAAAATGTCAACATAATTTTTTTCTTCACTGATTCCAAATTTTTCACAGAATTTTTGTATCATATTATTGTTATCAAAAATGTCAATTTCCATTACTCTAAATATTTAATTGGTTTTATAATATTCAAATCTCAATGTATACTTTTTTCAATTTTTGTTGATCATATTATTTATCGTGTTGAGTAAATTAATGTGGTCATACAATTCTGACATCGAATTACAATTATATTCATAATGTTTGTTCGAACTGTTATAAACCACTAAATAATAATCATCATAACGATAAATTTTCATGGAGAATCCTATTTTCATTTTTATACGTATAACAGTATTTTCATATGTAAAAGACATATTATTTTTTATACATGTTTTTATATGTTCTACTTCTTTATCTGAAAATGAAATGTTATAACTTGGCTCAATTATTACTTGTAATAATTCTGATTTGTTATCTGAAAAAAAATTGTAAAATTTCTTGTATAAATTTTGGAATAAACTATAATCATTCATCAGTATATTTCTATGAATGGCACCAATAAATATAATGTAATATATTTTCAATTTTTAAACAAATATATTTATATTGATTTCAGTATATCATCAATTTTCACTCTTATCTGACTCATACTGTCTCTTTCTCTTATTGTAACGGTATTATCATTTAAACTTTCATAATCGACTGTTATTGCATATTTAATACCAATTTTATCCGTTCTGACATAGCGCTTACCAATGGTGACACCGGAATAATCTGTATAACACAACAATCCATTTGATTTCAATTTTTCTCTTATCATATTGACCATATTAATAATATTATCATCATTGCACAATTGAATTATTGCAACTTCATATGGAGACAATACTTTAGGCAATGATAAAACGATTCTTTGCTCATCATCCGTTCTCACTGAAAAATTTTGACTGAAAATCGAATATATCAATCTATCAATACCAAATGAAGGTTCTATTACGTGAGGATGATACTCTTCATAAACAGATTCTATTTCAATCATGTGTTTATTTAGGTTAAATACCTCATTTTCTATATTTAATATATATTCGTTATTATGCTGAAAATGATTTATAATCATATCAGTTTCTGTTCTATTTAATTTGTTTAAATAATTTGACAATATTTTTGATTTAGTTTTAAAAGTCTTACCTATTTCCTTCATTACTGGTTGAATTTTATTCACTTTATTTGTTCTTCTCACTGTCAATGGTTTATTAACACTGTGAGCCTTCAAATCATAGTCTTGTCTATTTGCACAACCTATACATTCCAACCAATTGCCATCTACCATACATTCGAAATCCCAGCAATCTGCTGCATAATGAGCCATCTCATTTGGCAAATGTTGTCTAAATCTTATCATTTCTTCTCTTAATCCAATCAATTTGGAAAACAAATATATTCTACCCAAATAATATGCCAGTATCTGATTACATATTATTTTCTGATTTACTGCTTCTTCAAGAGTACAATATTGTACTGATGTGTTGTCTAACTGGGATCTACTCGAATACAATGGCACTTTAAGAGTTTTTACAGTATCAAACTTTTGATGAGTTGTAACTTTCGGATCAAAGAAGAATTCTATCTCTGCTTGAGTGAATTCTAATAATCTCGTAAATGGTTTTGGTGAAATTTCCTTTCTATATGATTTACCTACTTGGGCAACACCAAACGGCAATTTCTCTTTATAAAATGATAAATACTGATCAAAATTACCAAATAAATGCTGACATGTTTCTGGTCTCAAAAACATATCATCTGCATGAAACATTAAATTTTTAGTCTGTAAACTCACATTCTTGTCCAAATTCAATTGATCACACAAATTCTGTTTTATATATTCTTCTAATTTATCTTTACTCCAAGTGTCAACTTCGTCTGAATCAACATTTTTTGATTTAAGATGCTCTTTTACTATATGATCTGCTCTATAGCATTTTTTTTCTTTATCATACACAACATAGTCAAAAAATCTGTCCAAATGACCTGATGTTTTCAATATAGCTGGAAGAGTTAATATCGAGGTTTCGACTTCATAAACTTCATCTTCGAACAAAAAATGTTTTCTCCACAAATTTACTAATTTTTGCTTAACTATACAACCTAATGTACCATAGTCGTGAAAACCATTTACACCACCATATAATTTAGATGATGGAATAATGAATTGATTTTCTTCTAAATGAGTTTTTAACTGTTCTTGCATAATTATGTCAATATATCATTTAAATATACTTAATCTAAATAATATTCAATTTTTTAATATCTAAAATTTTTTGACTTCTTTAGTACTTTTGGTTCATCTTTGCTCTTATTATTATTATTTCTATTGTTCATATTATTGCCATTGTTATTATTCCTATTATTATTATTTGTTTTATTATTATTTCGAACATTATTACTGTTTTTGTTGCTTATGTCATCTTCATTTCCATCATCACTGTCTTCATCATACCTATTCTTTTTATTATCTCTATTTTTCTCATTTCTACTACCACTTCTCTTATTGTCTTTACTGTCATTCTTTTTTTTTTCTATGTGTTTTCTACTATTAAATGTTTTTTGAGTTTTTTTATCTAAAAGTTTCAATAAATTTATTTCAATTTCTTGTATATTTTGATTGTTCGAATATATATCTTCTACAAAAAATTTTATTCGTGGCTCTTCCTCAAATTGCAATTGTCCGTATTCTATTGTTCTACTTAAATCATAATCGTTATCTTTTTTTGTAAGAGTCGCTAGAAAAATATTTCGAGATATTTTGTAATTTAATAAATATGATGGAGATTTTAATGATTGACTATTCACGTTGAATATAAATCGCAGCCCTGTATCTGTTTTTTGAACATGAATATTCGAAATAATTGGTTCTTTTTTGTTGTGTATTCTAAATGATGTTATTTCTGCCGATATCGCTTTTTCTGATAATCTCAAGTTTTTTTCATGTAATTTAAACACTGATTTATATTCACTATCATTGCTCTCGTCACTATTATTATCATCATCTGATTCATTATCTTCACTATCGATTGATTTTAAATCATAATTAGTTGTTTTTTTCGATTTTTTATTGTTTAAATCAACTTCTTTTAACATATTGTTCTTTATGTATTGTACATAATTGTCTATACTTGGATGTTGCTTTTTATTGTTGTTTTCGTCATTCGAATCATATTCATTATCTGATTCGTAATCCTTCTTCGGAGGATTCTTCTTCAGTGCTTTGTGAATATTACTTGTTCCTTTACTATTATTATTATCAGTAGGATTTTTTTGAATTATCTTTCTTATTGGGACTCCCACAAACTCTGTCGTACCTATGTTTTGTCTATTTGTTCTATGACTCATCGTCTTTACGGAACTCGCAAAGTTATTCGATTCTGTTTTGTTATTACCTCTGTTATAATTATAGTCATTGTCATTATTTCTTCTTAATGGTGCATTCACTCTGTTCATATTAATCTATAATTAAATTTATATTTAAATTTCGTAATTGAAACGAATTAACTACTTGACTGCGTACAACAAATAATTATTTTACAATATTCAATAATATAATGAATAAAAATAGTTGTATAGTTCTCGGTTATAAGTATAACGTTAATATTGATGATGTTCTTTTGAACGAGAATTTGTTTAATTTTATCAGCAAATCTTTTATAAATGATATTTCCGAATATATTAATGAAAGAATATCTTATCTGATTGATGATGATTACATTTTAACAGACAAAAAAAATAATAAATCATTAATAACAACTATAATCAATAAGTCCAACAAAAAAATAAAAAATAAAAAAAATATTTTCGTTGAGTTAAAACAACAATTATTATGTTTTATACTTGATCATCTGTCAAAAAAAATAAAAGATCTGTTATTTCACTATCAATTGACAGATGAATTATTAACTATAACTGTCGGATACAATATCGAAAATTGCCCATATGAACAATTAAAGAGTCTAGATATTGCCAAAATAAAAGATATTATGGATATATTCAACACACAAGCTAATATTGTCTGCTTACTGCACGAAAAATAAAATTGAATTAACAAACATTTAAAAAATATATATTATATAGTTCAATAATTATAACTTTATGGAAAGATCCATATATCACCAATTATTGCCTATTTACCTTAGCATATTGGATAAAACTTTGAACTATCAATGCAAAAATACCACTGAATCATCTAAAAACCTCAAAAAAAATAAAACTATTAAAAACAAGATAAAATTGAAAGAAAAAAATAATACTGATTAGTTTACAGTAGTATTATTAACATGAATTATATTGATAAATTATTCACTGATGACACTGTGTCCAATGAAAAAAAAGGACAATACTATTTAACATTATTAAATGAAAAAAAATATTATTTAACCAAATATATTGAACTTAAATACTGTGACCAAATTGTTCTTTTTCTCAAGAAAAACATTAAGAAAAATATTATGATCAAAACAAAATACACAACTTTAAAAAACAAACTATTTTATAGAGAACTTTTTGATACTTTGTTTGCATTATCTATTCCAGTCCTTCTTTCCAAACTTTAAAAAAATTGAAAAATAATCAAATTGATTACTTTTTAAATTAAATATACATATACATATACATATTATGGACAAATTAATTGATATTGATATTGCAACTGAAAATGGTGACATTTTGACAGTCCAAAAATTACACCAGGAATATTCGATTAAACCATCATTATATGCAAAACAAATGTGCTTAATAAATGGACATTATAATGCTGTACTTTTTATTGAGTCCAATATGGGAACACGTAACAATCTCGGCATTCAGACCATTCACAAGAGATATAATGAGAAAACTAAAGAATTTATTTGGGATGCTGTTATACCAAATATGTTTAGATATTAATTTTGTTTATATTTACCCATCTTCGTTTATAAATATTGTTTTGTTCAAGTATATTGAAATTTTATCTATTATTTTTGTGTTAGAACCTAAACACATATAGATAATGTTTTCTATATTTGTCAATCCATTGCCTGTTATATTATCGTTATTATTCAATAACAGATAACGTATATTCGATAAATAGTTTAATCCTCTATCTGTTATATTTTTATTTGATCTCAAACACAAAGTGTGAACATTTTTTAAATGTACTAGTCCGTTATCTGTGATATTGTTGTTGGAATTTAGATATAAAAGACGTACTTTTTTTAAATGTTCCAGACCTTTATCGGTTATATTCGTATTACCAAGCAAACTCAAAGTATCAATGTTTTTCAAATGCGTTAGTCCGTCATCTGTTATATTTGTACCAGATTTCATCTTCAGACAACGAATATTTTTTAAATGTTTCAAACCATTATCTGTTATACTTGAATCTAGTTCCAAAGTATGAACGTTTTTTAGATATATTAATCCGTTATCTGTTATATTTGTATTAGTGGTTAAGCACAAAGTATGAATATTTTTTAAATATTTTAGTCCGTTATCAGTAATGTTTTTGTTATGGTTCAATCCTAAAGTGCGAATATTTTTTAAATGCATTAATCCATTATCTGTTATATTTATATCGGAGCCTAAATCCAAAATGTGGATGTTTTTTAAATATTTCAATCCATTATCTGTTATATCATTTCCTTTTAAACCCAATTCATAAATATTTTCCAAATGTTGTAATCCTTCATCTGTTATATTTATATTAAAAGCTAAATTCAGAGTATGAATGTTTTTTAAATATTTTAATCCTTCATTTGTTATATTGTTGTTAAAAGCTAAATCTAAAGTATGAATGTTTTTTAAATGTTTTAATCCTTCGTCTGTTATATTGTCGTTTAAATGTAAATTTAAAGTACAAATATTTTTCAAATATCTCAATCCTTTGTCTGTTATATTTGTGTTAGAACTTAAATTTAAAGTATGAATACCATTCAAATGTACCAATCCTTCGTCCGTTATTTTATGATTATGCCGAAGTTTTAAAGTATGAATACCATTCAAATTTATTAATCCTTTGTCTGTTATATTATTATTGTTATTTAAAATCAAAGTGTGAATACCTTTTAAGTGTACTAATCCGTTATCTGTTATATTTATATTTTTGTATAAATTCAAAGTATGAATACCACTTAAATATTTTAATCCGTTATCCGTTATCTTTCTATTGCCAGGTAATATTACATATTTTAATTTATTGAACTTTGATATTATTTTGTCATCTATTTCGTCATCTTTATAATTACGATATTCATTATACCTAATTATTTCCAATCTAAATATTGTTTCATAATGCTTTTCTAAAAATCCAATATTTAATCTATCAAAAGTATAATGTTCTAATTTTAACTCAAATAAATTTTTGCATAAATATTGCATTTTTATTGAATCTTGTAATGGTAAATAATTTGCTATCATATTATATATATCGCCACACATTGACATTTTTAAAATTATTTACTTAAATAAACAAAATGATAAACATTTAAATTTCAACTTTTTTTGCTCAAAAAATTGAAAAAATATTATTAAACATTAATATAAAATCTGTATTGAATTCTCATGACTGATATTTATACTAGATTTCCTCCTGAACCCAATGGTTATATTCATTTAGGTCATCTCAAAGCAATGATATTTGATTTTGAAAAACATCTGAATTGTAAATGTATTCTGAGGTTAGATGATACGAATCCTGAGACTGAGACTCGGGAGTTTGCAGATGCTATTATTGACGATGTTAAATGGCTCAACTTTAATATATATAAAATCACATACACTTCTGATTACTTTGATGTGTTATTAGAATACGCAAAGGATCTTATCAAACATAATAAAGCATATGTTGATTTAACACCTGCAGAACAAATTAAATTACAAAGAAAAGAATGTAAAGAGTCAGAATATAGATCAAAACCTGTAGAATGGAATTTACAAGAATTTGATAATATGATTTCAGGCAAATATGATGATAATGAAGCTGTGTTAAGATTAAAGATTGATATGAATCATATTAACGGAACAATGAGAGATCCAATTGCGTATCGTGTCAAAAAAACTCCTCACTATAAAACAAATAAAAAATATGTTGTATATCCGTCTTATGATTATTCACATGGAATTGTAGATGCTCTGGAAAATATTACTTATTCATACTGTACAATGGAATTCTACTCGAGAAGAGAACAATATTATTGGCCAATTAACGAATTGAATAAATTAGGATATAATTTAAAACCTGCTGTGGTTCAAGAATTTGGAAAATTGGTTGTTGAAAATAGTGTGTTATCGAAAAGAAATATAATAAAACTAGTGAAATCTGAAAAAATTTCCGGGTTTGATGATCCAAGACTCTTAACAATAAGAGGACTTCGGAAAAGGGGGTATACTGCAGAAATTCTTAAAAAAATTATAACCGAGAACTCTTCCATGGAGAGACATGAAACATTTTTAACTGAAGACTTAATGAAACATTATTTGAGAACAATATTAGATTCTTTGTCATATCGCGTTTTTGCAGTTGTAGATCCTTACAAAACTATAATCATTGATCATTGTGAAAACAAAATTTGCAAACATCCAAATCATCCTCTCAATGAAAATTTCGGCCATCATAATACCATATTAGAAAAAGAATTATATATTGATAAAACTGATTTTAGAGATAAGGATGATCAAACTTTCTTCAGAATGGCTCCTGGAAAAACAGTTCGATTAAAATACTCTGATTTCGTAGAATATGTCAATCATAATAATGATCAATTAATAGTCAAAAATACTATACCGCAAAATCCAAAGAAAATAAAAGGAATCATTCATTGGGTTCCTATAAATGATTCGGTGGATTGTAAATTTGAAATGTACGACAGTTTGTTAAAAAATAATGAATTTAACGAACAATCAAAAAAAGTAAAATATGGTAAAATAGAAAAAATTGTATTGTATTTATTAGACAAAACGTTGCAATTTGAAAGAATTGGATTTTTCAGATTTGATAGAATGGAAAATGACATACCAGTATTTATACAAATAATAGATTTGACAGATAAATATAATAAAAACTAGTTAGAGTGTTTTATAAAAATTTAATATTTTTTTATCTTCTATTATTCTTTTTAACTTACTGACATTTAATTTGCCATGTGGCAATATTTTTTTCTTATCAAATGTATTGCTATTATGCGCAATGCATAATATGGTTTTAGATAAATCAAGTTGAATTAATTTTTCACTAAAATCTTTGAGAAAATATTTTTCTTCTGAACACTTGGTATCATCATCATAGAAATTTGTGTATATATATGAATAATGATAGGCAAATGTTCCGTTAGTGGCGTGATTGATTCCAAAAGGTCCAAAATCATATATACATTTTATATCAGTATAATAAATTGATATTTTGCTACTACCTGCAAATTTTATATTTGACGATTGTAGTTTAAACAATGCATGGGAAATTCTATTTGGGGGATAGTAATCATCATCATCAAAGCAAACAATATACTCTCCTCGCACTAATTGATGTAATAAATTTCTTTTTTTCCCTATTGGCATTGGTTCTTTAGCATTTATATGATAATATCTAATATTTTTCTCAGTATCAAGCTTATTCACTATTTCTCTCATATTATTCTCGGAATCGTCTAAAATTATCAATTCTCTGCAATTAGCAGGATAATTTTGTTGTTGAAATATCTGTATTAAATTTGGGATAAATTTCTGTCTATTATATGTCGGACATACACACGAAACAAATGGCCTTCTTTCTTTTTTTATTTTAATCATATCATTGTCTTTCAAAAACTTTATTCTGAATTTGGGAAATGATAGTTTATCCAATGCATTTATGGCATAAAAATTTTTGTTGTTAGAGAAACTCGACTCATTCATCGGTTTGGATGTCACCAATGCAATATTTTTTAAAGGACAATTAGTTGCCAATGATAATAAATTCACATCATCTGTCACTAACATTAAATTTTTGTTTAGTAGATAAATAATTTCATCAATTGGCATATTTTCAGTCATACATATTATTTTATGATTATCAAATAAAAGAGTTTCATGAATCAAATTCTCTATTACAGAATTATACTGACCAATATTTAGTTTAATACTTATTATTTTTTCATAATTATATTTCTCCTCATATATTTTGTTGTCATATGTAATTACTTTACTTGTTTTAAACTTATCACCTGGTTTTATAGAAAAAAAATCAATTAAAGATATATCATCAGGAGTTGTGACATTCGTCTCTACACACTCTATATTATCAAATAACTGTTTTAATATAAAAGCATATTTTGGAATAGTTTTTATTTGCATAATATCATTATTCTTTAAATATTGCTCGATCTTACCCAATACACACAAGTTAAACAATACATCATCTTCAAAAAAATATAGCATCTTTATTAATAATTGTATATATATTCATTTTCATATATAAACACGTATTAAAATATTGAATTCCCAACTGTTTACACAAATTATATATTATCCTATTAATATAGAAATGTACTTAATTTATATCCATAATCTAAAGGATAACACTATTAAACCATTGGATTTTTCAGATACCAGTGATGAGGCATATAAGTTGTTGGAGGATAATGCAAGAGAATTTATTATAGAACATGAAGGAAAGAAAAAATGGGAATTTGCTTTCATTGATGATAAAGTGGAAATTGATAAATTAAAAGATGGATTTTACCTTATTAAAAAGAATAACACAATAGAAATACATACCAAACAATCAGAAATTAAAAATACTGGATGGATACTTAATTCACAAGAAACTCATCATAAAGTAAATTTATTCAGTATTTATGCCATGGTGGAGTTCCAAAGACATTTATTGAATAAATTTATCACTGAAAAAATAGTTCCATATCAGACACCCATATTTGATAAACCTAATAACAAAACTAATGATACTCCAGATAAATTAAAACCAAACTTAATAGTCAGGAACAATCTGAATTCTGTAATTGACGAAATCAGAAAAAATGGTTTTAGACCTATTCCTCGCAATAAAAAATAATTTCTTTTTAACAATCATAACAGTCAAATTCAAATAATATATCTTTGATTGCTATACTTTTTGTATTCTTTTTTGGTTCTAAGATTGATACCGCGTCGTCTATGACGTTTTGTACAAAACAACTGTCAGACGATTTCACTTTTATAGATTTGCCATCATACACATAACTAACAAAATCAACTCTTCTGTTAAACTCGTTATATAGATCTGAATATACACTTTCTAATATCTGATTTTCTGGATACTTTTTCCTCCAAATCACAAATATGTCTATATCACTAGTTGCATTATGTTGATCTCTAGCCGTGGAACCATATAAATATACTGCGTATGGTTTATATTTTTTTACAATATTTCTGGCTCTTTCTATGACATTTTCTCTATCTAATCGAACTGATTTATTGTTATCATTATATTTGGGTCTATATTTTTTCTTCTTCTGTACTACAATAAAACCTTCATCCTTTTGGCTCATATTATATATTATAATAAATATCCATAAGAACATCATCTTTTTTTATTTTCAAATTTTTTGGAAAGAAATTCTACTATAGCAAATTTTATCTGATATGCAGATTCTTCAAAACTAATATTTCCGATTCCTGTTCCTAATCCTGGACAACATATAATGTAATTAGTATTATAATAATTATTTAAAATACCTGTAAATGCATAATAGACATTGTTTGTCATATTTATGTCTTTTGGTAAAAACATTGTTGGACACAATATTATATTTCTGCATTTTGCATTCTTTGTTGATACAATCAAATTTTGCCCCACTGGAATAAAATATTTACCAGTCGAATCTTTTCTTATTTTCATATCATTTATTTTTTCAAAAACTTTCTCTTGAATATTAGGAAATATTTTCTTGTATTCATTATCAATTCCACCAGTCATTACTCCATAAGAGTTCGCCGGAGAAATTACCGCATCTACATTTATTTTACTCAATAATTCTGAAACTTCGATTCTTTTAAAGCTCAAAAATTTGAATTCTCCTAATATTCGTTTATATGTATCTATCAACTTTTGGTTCATATCGAAAAACAGTATTTGAAACAAAATGATATATATACAATTATATACAAAAAAAAAATGAAATATATAATAACTTGAACAATGGTAATCTATTAAGGCATATATACTATGTCATATTTTGATAACAAAAACGTTTCTTATTATTTGGCTGGTGGTTTGAGTGGTATTTGTGGTGTATTATTAAGCCATCCATTTGACACCATCAAGACTAATTTTCAGTCTGGCAAGCCAATGAAAATGCAATTCAATATATCTACTTTCAAGAATTTATATAAAGGTATTACACCTCCCGTTATTGGTGTTGGTATCGAGAAATCAATTGTTTTCGGAACTTTTGAAACAGTAAAATCTATGTTGAATAAACATTCCGAACATTTTTATACTAATACAATCGCTGGTGCGGTTTCTGGATTAAGCGCAAGTATTATTGTTACTCCTTATGAAAGAATTAAAATTTTATTACAAACCAATAGTCTCAAACATATTCCAAAAAATCCTAAATTTTATTTTCAAGGATTAAATGCAACCTTAACAAGAGAAACTCCGGGATTCGCTATTTATTTCAGTGTATATGAATACCTTAAAAAGAAATATTATACTGATACAAATGATCAAATTAATTCTATTGCATCTTTTTCTTTTGGAGGATTAGCCGGTTTAATTTCATGGATATTTATATATCCTCAAGATAGAATCAAAACAATACTGCAATCTGAAATTTCTAATAAGTTATCTTTTTTACAATTAACCACTGAAATTTATAAAAAACAAGGATTTATGTCTTTTTATAATGGTTTTCATTATGCTTTGATGCGAGCGATACCATTACATGCAGGAACTTTTATGACTATGGAGCTATTGAAAAGTAATTTTAATAAATCCACATAAACACTAGATACTATAAAATTTTTATTTATGTCATTGGAGTACGAATTCGGAATTCAAAAGACACAAAAAGTAAAATTATTTTATATTTTGAAAAATAAATTTAATTTAAAAATAATAAAAATTGAAGATGATAAATGTATTTTCAAATGTAATTCAATGAATGATATTATTGAAATCACAGAATTGCTGATAAATAGTAAAAATGCTTCAATAACGTATGTTATTAAAATTGACAATGACAAAAATGAATTGAATGTTCTATTTGACACTGATATTAATTATTATAATACTGAAGAAGTCTCTGATAAAGAAAGTAGGTTGTTAAATTTAGTTTATGACAATCTATCATTTTAAATAAACACGTTATGCTCAATTTTTATTATCATATCTTCATTATATTGGTTTATAGGATATAATTTACACGAATCTAAAGACATTAATTGAAATCCATTAAATTCGCCAGAAATTTCACCTTTGTAATCATGTTTTTTGTCTGGTCCAAATATATTACTTATTTCAGTTGAATCAATTTTAATCTTAATTGTGTCAATATATCTACTATTAAACTTTGTAGGAAAATAGTCAATATATTCTTTTTTATCTCCTAAATAAATATTTTTATAATTTTGGTAATATTTATAATCATCTGTTAATACTACATCTTTACTGCTTATTACACATCTATCAATAATTGTCCCCGTTGCTCCACAAATTCCCCAAATAATGCCACCTACTCCAGTACCAACAGCCATACCGAGTGGACCTCCAAATGATCCGATGGTTGTAGCAAATGTCATTGCACTTAATCCAATACCATGAGCTAATCCATAATTAGTATACATAAACGTTCTTTTGTGTTCTTGAAAATTTTTAACTGATTCTGCAAAAATGCTCTCTGGTATTAAAACTGTATCATCTTGTCTCTGATTGTCATTAACAAAATTAATCAATTTAAATTCTGTTTCCATGTTATTCATTATAATAATTTTTATTTATACTTTAATCATAAACTTTATTTTTCACTTTTTTTGTTAGTTCAAAAATTTGATTATTATTGAGTATATATTATTGTTTTTTGTCTTATATAATAATATAACATCATGATTTATTTGTTATCTGACATACATCTTGAATTCTTCAAAAAAAATCAAATAGATAAGGTTTTAAATAAAATAAAAGTTAAAGCAAAAAAAGAAGATACCATTTTGTTAGCTGGTGACATTTGCCAAGTAAACAATGATAATTTTGAGTATTTTTTTAGAGGTATCCAAACTCTTTTTAAAAAAATCATATATATACTGGGGAATCATGAATTTTATAATTCTAGCATTGTTGAGACAATTAATTTAGTGAATATTAAAATTTCAGAACTGAATTCCCAGATCAATAACATCATATTATTAAATAATGATCATTATTATCTGGAAGATTATGATGTCATTGTGATTGGAACAACACTGTGGTCAAACCTTAAATATCATAATGATGACATATCAAAAACAAAATATTTAATTAACGATTTTAATTATATTAACAATTTTACACCTCATGATTATCAAAAACTTTATGAACAAAATTATAAATTCTTGGAAGAAAAACTAGTTCAATTTAAAGACAGTAAAAAAATTATTATGACACATCATATACCATCTTACTCACTAATCGACAAAAAATATGATAATGATTCGGTTAATTCCTGTTTTGCATCGAACTTGGATAATTTATTTGACGAATCTATAATTGCTTGGACATATGGACACACACATACTCCAAAAGAAACAACAATAAATAATATACTTTTTAAATGTAATCCCATTGGTTATATTGGTGAAAACAGTACTTTTACAATATTAAATGAACTTAAAATAAAAAAAATTGAATAATAGATCGCTTGATATTTTTAAAGTAAAAATCCATTTATATTAAGAAAATGGATTTTTTATACAAACCAAAACATACATTAATCAAAAAGATTCATCAACTATCTAAAACAGATTTAAATCTCGTATTGGATAAAGAATATTCTGTCAAAGGATGGATCAGAGAAACCAGAAGTCAATATAACCATCTATTTATTAAAATGTACGATGGTAGCCATGTTTTACCTTTACAATTAATTTTTGATGATAAAACCTTAGAATTAAGAAAAAAAGTCGAACCATATGCACATATTGGAGCTTGTTTGGAGGTAAGAGGAACTATTGTAAAGTCTCCTGCCAAAGGTCAACTTATTGAAATGATAGTAAGCAATTGTAAAATTGTTGGTCATGTAACTGACCCGGATACTTATCTACCATCAGCCAAAAACTTGCCTCTAGAACATGTTAGAAGAGAGCAACACTTGAGAGCAAAATTTAGAACGTACGGAAGTATTTATAGAATTAGAAGCTATTTAATGAAAAGAGTTCAAGAGTTCTTTGATCTAAACGATTGTCTACATTTGGATCCGAACACATTAGTTTCTTCTGATGCTGAAGGAGCTGGCGAAACTTTGACAGTTACAACTTTGTTGAAAGAAGATGATATAACCAAAATACCTACAATACTCAACAGTACTAAAATTGATTATACTAAAGACTTATTTGGTAACAGTACAGCTGCCTCATTGACAGTTTCATCTCAATTACAATTAGAAGCATTGTGTGCTGGCATGAGCAGAGTTTATACTACCAACAAATCATACAGAGCTGAAAAAAGTAAAACAAAGAGACACTTATGTGAATTTACACATGTAGAGGCTGAATTAGCTTTTACAGGTTTAACTGATTTAATGGATTTCTGTGAGGATTTGCTCACATTTTGTATCAAAGGAGTGTTAAAAGATTGTAGAGATGATCTGGATGCATTGGGCACATTTCATGCCAAAGGAATAGTACAAAAATTAGAGTCTTTAGTAAAAGAAAGATTTGCCAGAATAACTTACGATGAAGCAATCGATTTAATTGAAATACACGAAAAACAAATTAAGGAAAAATATGGTAGTGAATTAACAGAAATTCCAAAATGGGGCCAGGATCTTGGTACATATTGTGAACGCTTTATTGCGGAGGAAATCTTCAAAAAACCTGTTTGTGTTCATCATTTCCCGAAAGATATGAAGAGCTTTTATATGAAACAATGTGAGCCTTACACTGTAGAATTAAAAAATGGTGCAAAAGAAACTAGACAGTGTTGTGAAAGTCTGGATATACTTTGTCCTACTGTTGGTGAAATTTTTGGAGCATCAGTCAGAGAGGAAAATTATGAAAAATTACTGCTCGAAATGACACAACGAAAAATGGATATTAAGCCATATTGGTGGTATCTGGATCTGAGAAAGAACGGCAGTACTCCTAGCGCTGGCTTTGGTATGGGATTCTGTAGATTGGTAACCTTGCTGACATCTGGGTTTGAAGCAGGTAACATTAGAGATTCTACTCCTTTTGTTGTTGCTTCTGATGACTTAAGGTATTAACATCAATTATTTCTTTATTATCACTTAAAACCAAAGCATTATTTTTATCGAAATAGAAATAAGGTGCCAAATACTTGTTTATATCATTTGATAATGCATTACTATTTATTTTTTGAATAATGTCAGTTAGACATATAACTTTATTTACATCATAAGCACCATCCATATCATCTCTTAATTCATTTAATAATATTAACTCGTCTTGGGATATTTTTTTTACATAATTTAAAAGTGGATCTATTATTGTATTTGTCATTTTGACTCCTTTCTTATCTATAACCCAATTAGGTTTATTATTTACTAATTCTCGATTTATGTATGTTAATCTGGATGTGTCAGAATTCCAGTTTGATTGTTTTGATGGATCTTTGGATTTATAATGTTTCACTAAAAATTTACCCAAATATTCATCAAGTTTTTTTTCATTGTTATAATAAATTATTTTCCCAATAAATTTATCTTTTTCTTCTAAAACAGAGTAATCCTTTAATGGTTCAAGAATTGGAGCATTATTGTAGTTTATAACGAGATGATTTAAAGTACTCATTGAAGATTGTATTAGATTTCCCGCCGAAATCACCAATTGTTTATGATATTCATTTTCCTTCTCCAGAAAATTCTTCTGTTGTTCCAATGATTTTATTTTTTCTTTCAATGTTTTTATAATACTATTACTTTTAATCTGATTATTTTCTTGTTGTAATATAGTAATTTGCTCTGTATGATACTTTTCACTGCATTTTTTTATGTGCCTGGATAAATGACATGTTTGAGTAAAAGTTATATTGCAATATTTACAAATATTTTTTTTTGAATTACTTGGTAATGGTTGAGGATTCATCAGGGATTTATCAAGTAAATTTGTACTCTCTGATTCTTTATTCTTGTGTTTTTTGGATTTTTTATGTTTTGACCAATTACTTTTGTCATCAGTCTCATAATTACAAATAATACATTGGTATTTCATAGTATATTATTATACTGATATATTTTTTTGTTTTTAGGTGGTAATTTTGGTGGTAGTTTTGGTGGTAGTTTTGGTGGTAGTTTTGGTGGTAGTTTTATTGAAATTATCTGACATATACACTTTTTATATAATTTATAGTTTATTTTTGTGGTAGTTTTAGAGTGAATTTGTCTGCTTATTACTTTTCGGAAAATCTAATAAATTTTTAAATTCTCTAAAAAAAGGCATATTTTTGAATATTTAAAAACTTTCTTTAGTATGAAAATCTATCTAGCTTATTACTTTTTCTGATTATTAAAATACTATTTTTATTATAAATTTTATTAGTAAATTTTTCCAACACACAAGAAGTTTGTGTTAAAATTTTTTTGAAATCTTATTTTTTTAATTTTTATCATATTTTAGTAAAACCAGTTATTATGAATATTTTAATTGATATTATTATGTATAATCACTTTTTGTCTCTTTTAACTGTAACTTATAGAGTATTTCAATTAAATGGTATTATTTAAAGTGCTACAGGAAGAGTGTTTCATTTTTATGGTATTATTAAAAGTGCTACAGGAAGAGTGTTTCAATTAAATAGAATTAATAAAAGTGTAATAGAAAGAGTGTTAGATTAAAATTGTTTTTTATAATACAAAAAGTAATTAGCATATAAATGAAAAAATAAAAAGTGTATCATGAAGAGTGTTCCATTTTTACGGTTTAATTAAAAGTGTAGCAGGAAGAGTGTTTCAATTTTATCAAAACAATAAAAGTGCAATAGGAAGAGTGTTTCAATAAAATGGGAAAATAAAAAGTGTCACAGGAAGAGTGTTCTAGTTTAACGGAAATTCTAAAAGTGTAACAGGAAGAGTGATTCAATTAAATATAAAAATAAAAAGTGCAATAGGAAGAGTGTTTCAAATTAATCAAAACAATAAAAGTGCTACAGGAAGAGTGTTTCAATTTTACGGTTTAATTAAAAGTGCTACAGGAAGAGTGTTCCATTTTTACGGTTTAATTGAAAGTGCTACAGGAAGAGTGTTTCAATTTTATCAAAACAATAAAAAGTGTCACATGAAGAGTGTTTCAATTAAATGGAAATTCTAAAAGTGCTATAGGAAGAGTGTTTCAATTTAATCAAAACAATAAAAGTGCAACAGGAAGAGTGTTTCAATTTAATGGTTTTGTTAAAAGTGCTACGGGAAGAGTGTTTCAATTAGATGAAAAAATAAAAAGTGTATCATGAAGAGTGTTCCATTTTTACGGTTTAATTAAAAGTGTAGCAGGAAGAGTTGTTTCAATTTAATGGAAAAACAAAAAGTGTAACAGGAAGAGTGTTCCATTTTTACGGTTTAATTAAAAGTGTAGCAGGAAGAGTGTTTCAATTTAATGGAAAAACAAAAAGTGTAACAGGAAGAGTGTTCCATTTTTACGGTTTAATTAAAAGTATAGCAGGAAGAGTGTTTCAATTTTATCAAAACAATAAAAGTGCAATAGGAAGAGTGTTTCAATAAAATGGGAAAATAAAAAGTGTCACAGGAAGAGTGTTCTAGTTTAACGGAAATTCTAAAAGTGTAACAGGAAGAGTGATTCAATTAAATATAAAAATAAAAAGTGCAATAGGAAGAGTGTTTCAAATTAATCAAAACAATAAAAGTGCTACAGGAAGAGTGTTTCAATTTTACGGTTTAATTAAAAGTGCTACAGGAAGAGTGTTCCATTTTTACGGTTTAATTGAAAGTTCTACAGGAAGAGTGTTTCAATTTTATCAAAACAATAAAAGTGCAATAGGAAGAGTGTTTCAATTTTATCAAAACAATAAAAGTGCAATAGGAAGAGTGTTTCAATAAAATGGGAAAATAAAAAGTGTCACATGAAGAGTGTTTCAATTAAATGGAAATTCTAAAAGTGCTATAGGAAGAGTGTTTCAATTTAATCAAAACAATAAAAGTGCAACAGGAAGAGTGTTTCAATTTAATGGTTTTGTTAAAAGTGCTACGGGAAGAGTGTTTCAATTAGATGAAAAAATAAAAAGTGTATCATGAAGAGTGTTCCATTTTTACGGTTTAATTGAAAGTGCTACAAGAAGAGTGTTTCAATTTAATGAAAAAATAAAAAGTGCTACAAGAAGAGTGTTCCATTTTTACGGTTTAATTGAAAGTGCTACAAGAAGAGTGTTTCAATTTTATGGTTTTGTTAAAAGTGCTACAGGAAGAGTGTTTCAATTTAATGGAAATTCTAAAAGTGCTACAGGAAGAATGTTTCAATTTAATGAAAAAATATAAAGTGTATCAGGAAGAGTGTTTCAATTTTTACTAAAACAATGAAAGTGCTATAGGAAGAGCGTTAGATTAAAATTGTTATATATAATACAAAAAGTAATTAGCCTGTAAATGGAAAAATAAAAATGTAATAGGAAGAGTGTTTCAATTATATGGAATTAATAAAAGTGGCACGTATCTAAATTAAATAGAAAAATCACTATTGAACCATCAAAAATAAGAAAAAGAGAAGTGTGTATGAAAAAAATTCTACATAGTTACCACACTTAGGAGTATTTTTCCTTGTTGCAGTTTATTAATTCCAATAATTTACTAGAAAATTTAATAGTCACCAATTGTTTAGGGATTTTACTCTCTGCATGAAATCAAAACCGATTAATCAATTTAACTTGTGTTACAATGGGCCAATATTCGATTTGTTTGGTAAATTCGTAAAGAATTCTGATATTGTTAAAGGAATAATCACCTTCACCAATCTAAGGTTTGATGCAGATGTGTTTGAAATTATGATACATCAATTGATTAATAAAGAAAATTTCTAGAACTTGGTTCAGTAATAAAACTGTAAAAAAATAGATTTATTGATTGTTTATTTTATTTGTGAATAAAAAAATTGTTTGGAGCTTAATTATCGATTTTTTTGTCAAAGGTGCATTCAATCGAACAATGAGTATTGGATTTAAAATAGTAATCTATTTCTGCGTCAGAAAACATACATTCAATTTTGGTTTCGTTTAGATATCTTTTGGATAAAAGACATTTGGAATCAACATTAATTGGAAATTTGTATGTGTCAAGTGCTTCTCCTAACTTTATAGTTTTTACTGTTTCAGATTTAATTGAGAGATGTTTTTTTAAGATTTTTATATTTGTGTTATAATAATTATTATTTTTGTAACTATTATTATAATTATCGTATGCATACAGTATTAAGTTAGAGAGTTTGCCTAAGGTTTTAGGATAAACGACAGAAATCTTATTCATAAAAAACTGGAAGGATATTCCCGTGTAAAAACTTTCCAGATTTTTATTTGAAGACATATTATAATCGTCGTTTAATACATTTATAACGGAAGTTTTATAAACATTATAAGGAGTTAATTCTTTTTTTGTTCTAGGAGTTATAATTGTACCAACTATAACTTTCAATTTATTTTCAGTGTTTTTTGATAACATTCTATAATAAGGATGAGTATAATAAGGATGAGTATTATACCGATTATCAAACTCAACTAATTCCTCTCCTTTGTAGTCAAAAGGATCAATATCATATGAATAAAAATCTCCTGTATCTTTGTTAAATTTTTTTCCCCTGAGAATCATTAAATCATTAAACATATAGTTAAAATGTGAATATAATAACAAGTTTGTTTTACCGTCATATTTATTATCCATTACAGAAGAAATACAATATTTAACTGTTTCCTCAATTTGACTATCCATAAAATACAACATAATTTTTAACAAATCATGATTCAATGTGTTTTCATACTTATTGTCCAAATATCCAATAAGAATGTTAGGATCAACATCCAGGGTATCAGCTATAACAATATATTTTTTCCCCATAATTTCTTGAGTAGTCTGACTCATTTCACCGAATTCTTCAATATATTTCATTTTTGACAATCGAGTTTGTTGATTTATAATGAAATTTACGATTTGATCATCTTTTGTTTTTATGGATAATAGGTATTCCATGTGTGATAGTGTTTATATTTTTTTTGAGAGTCGTTAATGTGTTATATAATCAATTTTTTTACGTTAATATATACGTTAATATATATATATGTCAAAATACTGTTACACTGCAATATTATACGGCAATAATGAATATTTTTTGGGAGCATTAATGTTAGGATTTACATTGCATAAAACTAAATCGCCATATGATAAATTATTGATGGTAACAGAAGATGTTCCAGATAATCAGAGAAAAATACTGAGTGATTATTTTATTATTAAAGAAGTTCCTTATTTGTACATCAATGATAAAAACTTTTCAGAAGAGAACTCTAGATTTAAGGAAATTTTTACCAAAATGCATATATTAAAATTAACTCAATATGAGAAAGTTATAATATTAGATTTAGATATGTTTATTGTGCACAATATGGATCATTTATTTAATCTTAGTGCACCAGCTGCTAAATATAGAGACAGAAGAGTAAAAATAAAAACAGGAGATAAAATACCAGAGGGTTTAATAAGAATAAAAGATGGTAGAATAGTAAATGGTATAAATGCAGGTTTAATGTTGTTGGAACCATCAGAAAAAGAGTTCGATGATATTTTTAAGGAATTAAAAACAGTTTTGCCGTACAGAGTAAAAGCTCCGGAACAAGATTATTTGAGTTATAGATACAGAAATAAATGGACAAATATAGACTCGAGATATAATTGTCAATTTACAATAAAAGAGGAAATGTATCCATCTAATTACACAATTCATGATATCTATAATCTCCACTATTCATGGATATTAAATCCGTGGGAATTAGTGAATGTGAACAAAGACAAAGTAATGGAAATATTAATAGGAACAGAAAGAGATATAACATATTACACATTATGGGTGAATCATTATAGAATTTTAGAAAGAATATATCAGAACAAAGGTATAATTATAAAGGACAGTTATACCTATTCACATAATTTATCAAAACGAATAGACGAATTGTATGAAGAAACATTTGGAAATAATTCTAAACGAGTGAAACATTAAATAATTTTGTGAAATTTTTTTTCAATCCAACTGAATTTAGTTTATTGATTAAATTTTCTGGATCATCATCGTTGTCATTTAAAGATGGTTTTTTATAAGGGAAATGGTTTGGAACTAACATATGTTGGATATCTTTTTTATTATTAGAATTTTCCAGAATTGATTTATTTAATTGACCAAATGTAGTGATACCAACAAATTCTTTGTCCATATTATCTTTCGCTTTGGCGGGAATGTCATTTTTTTTGGCTAAGTTGTCATTTTGGAAAGCAAAAGGATTTGTGATATCATTAATATTTTTTTTAGAAATAGATTTTTTAAGAAGATTATTACCAACAGAAGACAATTCAGTTATTGTTTTTGATAACTCTGTAGGTTTTAGAGGTTCAGCAATATTGCCAGCCAGCAAAGTGTTAGAGATTATATTATTAAAGATTTCTTTACATTCGGAATATTTATTCAAAAATTTGATGGAATCAGATACAACAATTGAGTAAATGCCAAATGATGAGGGGAATTTATCCCAATATTTTGCTCCATGATTATTATAATGACAGGATGAAGTTGCACAAGACAAAAATTTACTTGGCAATGACCTCCATTTGCCAGAGAAAAAACCTGTTAAATATTCTTGTTCAGGAAATAGGAAATTATTTTTTTTATTTTTTAGAGCGGGATATTTATTCGGTAATTTTTTCCATCCATCTTCTAAATCTCTGAGCATTATTTGAAACAGTTTAAAATTGGGTTGAATGGATAGAACTCCAGCATTTACCATATTATAGTAACTTTTGTTATTATTCCATACATAAGAGGTGTATTTGTCCGGTATAATTGTGTTTATTTCCGACAAGTCTAAATCAGTGTTATTAACAATGAAACCATTTTCGTAACAACCAGCAACAGGACCTTGCGCAGAATTAATAATTTCGATATAGTCATCTGGTTTTAATATAAACATATCGGTATCTAAAATCAAAAGTCTATCATATGAAAAACAATTTTTATTCCAAAAATATAGTTTATTAAAGACACCATACCATCGAGGATTAGTTTTAAAAGGGTATTCAGTGTTAAGAGAAGTGGAATAAACAGCATGTACATCAAAATTTTTTTTTATTAATGATAAAACAGTTGTATTTTCAACAACTGGTGTTAATATGATAATATCGCAATTTTGCTTGAACCAATCATTTTTTTTCAATCGATACGAAACCATACATGCACCAAACAAATAATTCCATTTAGACTCATTTAATCCAGGATATACTAACATACCAATTGCATATTTTTTCTTTTTAGCATAGCGATTTATTTTAATAGGGTATTTATTGTCAATCATTAAAATAATAGTGGATAATTAAATATGTTAAAAAATTTGATAATAAAAGTTTATAAATTATGTAATAAATATAAATAACAAATATTTATATATATATCAATGACATCAATATTATCATATATAAGCGCAACATATAGAATTTTAACGGATAAGATCTGTGAATATTGGGACAATAAGGATAATAACACAGATGAAAGAATTTTTGGTAATTCAAGTATGTATAATCAATATGTTACATTTTTTTGCAGTCCCAATCACATTATAGATAACATATATTTGGGAAGCGCTTTTAATGCGGCAAATTTTTCCCAACTGTCAGAATTAGGTATAGAAGTCATAGTAAATGTAACAAAAGAAATTAGTATGCATTTCCCCAAAAATTATATTTATAAAAAATTCGAATTGTATGACAACAAAGATGAAAATATAGAAAAATATTTATTAGAAACGTTCGAGTTTATAAAACAGCACAAGGACAAGAAAATATTTATTCATTGTAAGATGGGAGCAAGTAGATCAGTTTCAGTTTTGTTATATTACTTGATGAAAGAATATAATATGAATTTGGATAATGCTCTGGACTACATAAAAGATCGCAGAATGATAATAAACCCAAATTCAAAGTTTATAGAAACTTTAAGAAAATATGACAAAAAAATTGAAAAATAATCTGAATTAAAATCTTTATAAAAGTAACATTATTAAAAATGACTGATTTTTACCAAAACTTAGAATTCAAAATTAAGTCTCATGAAGAGATGATAGAAAGAAGAGTAAAATATTTGAAAATATATAACAATCCAACTCCGGGTCATAATATTTCAACAGAAGAAGCCTTCGCATACGCACACACATATGGACAAATGACTGCAAAAAAATTTATGGAAATAATACAAGATTGTGTTTGTTATGTTACAAAGAACAACATAAATTACCATGAACTGGAGAATGAGTTTAGGAAAAGAGAATTGCATATTTATATAATTGCAAGATTGTTTCAAAAAGGACAAAATAACGTGGTATGTAAACTTGGAAACGATGATATGAAATATGAGGCTAATTTTGTCGTAACAAAGGATGTCAAATTTTATGAAAACGAATTATTAAAATTTGGTTATTTGGATAAAGATAAAAACAATGAAAATCTAAAAAAATGTGGAGTATTAATAGCAGATAAAATAGAATCAGTCAAACAAAATTATCCGAATGATCTCTTTATTATTAAAAAATAATTTATTTATTCAGTTGTTACATTTTTAGCGAGATTTCTAGGCATATCAGGATTATGACCCTTAAGACAAGCAAGTTCGTATGCAATTAGTTGAAGTGGAATGACTGACAATAAATGTCTGAAAGAATGGTTTTTAGGAATACGCAAGATTGCATCAAAAATACTAGTATTAAGAGTTTTATCACTAATACCAATGACATATGCACATCTGGATTTAATTTCTTCAGATGTATTCATATTTTTAACAAAAAAATCATCATCCGGACAAATTAAAATGATAGGAAGTCCTGGTTCAATAATGGCAAACGGACCATGTTTTAATGCAGAAGAACTATATGCTTCGGAATGAATATAACCTATTTCTTTTATTTTGAGAGAACCTTCTTTTGCAGCAGGCTCACAAATGTTTTTTCCTAAAATGAACAAACTATTTTTGTTAACTAAGTATTGGGCAATGGACTTAGATGTTTGTCTAGACATTTCTATACAATTGGTGATATCAATATTTAGACGTCTAAGTCCCGAGATCATATCTTTTCTTAAACTAATATTAAGTTTTTTGTGTTGGGCAAACCAAATGGAAATTAATGATAAAACAATGACTTGAGAACAAAAAGCTTTCGTAGAAGCTACACCAAATTCTCTACCAGCATTTAAATAAACACCACAGTCGGTTTCTCTGGCAATCAGTGAATCGACAACATTTATAACGCCAATTGTGATAATTCCAGCGTCTTTACAAATTTTGATGCATCTATATAAATCGGTTGATTCACCACTCTGACTAACAAGAATTGCAGCTGTTTTTCCAAATCTTGGTATATCTTTATTGTTGAACTCTGCTCCGTCAAATACTTGGACAGTGTTAAAGTCGCATAAATCTTTCAAAAAATATGATCCCAACAAACTGGCATGATAAGAAGTACCACAACCTAGCAACAAAATGTTTTGAACAGTAATGAGTTCTTTTTTCATTTTATCTAATCCTCCTAATTTTACATTATGATCATCTAAAATTCTGGATCCCATACCCAAAGCCCTATTAACAGAATCAGGTTGTTCCATAATTTCTTTAATTGTCCAATGAGGATAAGGGTCTGGGCTGTTGGAAGAGAAATCAATATGAACATTTTTTATACTATATTCTTGACTAGTATTCATAATAATTTTATCGTTGTTTTTTACGAGGGTAATGATATCATTATTGTTAAGACAAATATAATTATTAACATACTGAGCAAAACCTGATTGTTCAGAAGCCACCATCATAAAATTGTCAGCAAATCCAATGAGTAAAGGAGAACCATGTCTTGCACAATATAATTTGTCTGGAGTTTCATTGAATAACAATAATACTCCCCAAGTTCCTTCTAATCTGTTAAATGCATGTTGCATAGCAGATTCGACATTTTTGTATTTATCGTAAAGAACACTAATAAGATTAACAATAACTTCAGTATCAGTTTGTGATTTAAAAACAATATTATGTTTTGCAATTAATTCCTTTTTAATTTCAGAATAATTTTCTATTATACCATTATGAACAAGAGAGAATCTTTTGGTATAATCAAGATGAGGATGAGCATTTGAATCAGTTTTAGCTCCATGTGTTGCCCCAATTTATGCATGTCCGTATGAGGGACATAGTGGACTATATCTTAAGCCAATTGTTTATGACCGATTTTTGTATAGTCTCTGAACCTATTAAATATATTGGCTGCGAGTTATCATTATCAGAAAAATTATAACTAATAATTTATTGACATAAATAAAAAGTATTTTCTGGCATCAATACGATGTTCTCGCAATTTAAAAATCTAGCTATAAAAATTATAACTAACAAAACAATTGTTTTTTAAGACAGACATCTTGAATGAGATATTAACGGAGTAACCAAGTTATTAAATTCATGTTGATATTTTTTTAAAATGTCGTATGAATTTTCTTCGTGTGTACTGGCATATTTATGGACAATAAAATTATTATTTTTGATGCCACAAATACCAACAGAATCATATCCACGATTCAATAAAGTTTTAATACCATCAAAAACGTATATATTACCATCAAAATTACCTAGAAAACCGATTATTCCACACATAATATATATAACTTATACATAAAAATATTAATGTTGGATAAAAGATATGTATACATATATATATGAATATAATAGTCATAATAATTTGCGTTTTAATTATAGTTGTATTGTTCGTAATGTTCACGAATAACCCTCAAAAAGAGAATTTTTGGTCAGTTAATTATTGGAGAGGAACTCCATGTGTCGAAGATATGTTTAATAACGTAGTATGTGATCCGATGTATAATTATTTGTATCCTGGATATTATTATCCAAATCCTTATTTATATCCATCACCAGAAGTAATTTACAGGCGCAGAATTTATCCTTATTAAAATGTTAATAAAAAATTCCTCATGAAGGTAATATATAAGGTATTATATAATGAGTGAGTCAACAGAAACAACTAAACATAATAATAAAGAAATAAATATATTAGGAAAATTGGGTAGAAAATTGGATCCAGTGAATTATAGTAATGACAGCACAGTCTACATTTGTGGAAAAACATCGGAGACAGGAACTGACAAATTAATTTCGTTAGTGAATGACCTAGAAAATTTTATAAATATAATGAATTTGAAATATAAAAATTTGGTGAAACAAAATGAGAAAATAGAATCTGAATACAATGTACTAAACACAAATTTTCAGAGACTTGTGTATATAGTTATAAGTCATAGTAAAACAATAAGAGAATTAGAATCAAGATTATCTAATTTGGGGAAAGGAATTCGAGATAATTACAGTGACAGTAATAGCAGCAATGACAATGATCATATTAATATAGAAGAAATAAAGAAAGAAATAAATAGTTTAAATCAGCAAACAGAAAACTGTAATTTACGCATAAATAATATAAGCAATGAAATAGAATTTTTGCGTGAGAATATGAGTGGTAATAATACAAATGAGAATGATGATGATAAAATAGTGGAATTAATAAGTAATTACCATGAAAATATAAAAAACAACATAAACAAGATAAATAAAGATTTGAATAAATTGTTATCAAATAATGAAAAAGTTATGATAAACATACCAGATATGAATTTAACGGATATTTCTTGCAATATAATAAGGGCAAACGGCATTACACAAATAATAAGTCAAACAAATGCAAAAAATATAACTATTAAAAAAAAGAATGGTGTAATTAATATTCCGATAAATAAAAAAAAATTCAAAGATGTCATAGGAAAAATACGAATATATAATTCAAACAAAAATGAGAATTACAAGGGGATAATAACGAATAAAAATAGCGACAACAATATAATGTATATAATATCAGACAAATATAGTTCATGTTTAAATTCTTCTTTTGAAGGTATTATTATTATAAAAATAAAATTCATAGAATAAAAATATAGTAAATTTAGATATATTAATGATAGATTATGGCGAATTGTACAATGATTGTTTAAAGTTTTATCCCAATTATAAAATTTCGGATATGGAAGCAATGGTAGCATATTCAGGTGAAAAAACTGGTAGATGTCCGAAAGATAAAAGAATTGTTTTTGGTGAAGACACCATGGGTATAGATTGGGGGAATGTCAACATTCCAATGTCAAAGGACTTATATCACCATTATAAAGAGAAAATAAAACAATATTTGTTGAACAAGAAAGACGGTAAAATTTATTTGATAGATGGAATTGCTGGATGGCAAAACAAGATAAATATTAAAATTATTTCAGTGAATCCTTATCATGCCATATTTATGAAGAATATGTTGATAAATGCAAAAGTGTCAAAAATAGTGGATATTAATTTTAGTAAATTAGAATGTGATTTTATTATTTATGCTTTAGGAGAGTTAAAATTATCAGAATTAGAAAAACCGATATTGCTAGACGAAATTGATAAAAGGAATCCATTGCAAAATACATTAATTGGATTTAATTTTGCTGATAAATCCATGTTAATACTTGGCACAGAATGTGCTGGAGAAATAAAAAAAGCCATATTCACTTATATGTTATATGAAATGCCCAAGAGAGGATTATTACCATTGCATAGTTCTGCTAATGTTGATGATAATAACAATTGTACATTATTTTTGGGTCTTAGTGGAACTGGTAAAACGACATTATCAGCAGATGAAGATAGTAAACTTGTTGGCGATGATGAACATGTGTGGTGTGACGATGGAATATACAATATAGAAGGAGGTTGTTATGCCAAATGTTTATATTTACAAAAAGATAAAGAGCCCCAAATTTATAATGCTATCAAATATGGATCGATATTGGAGAATGTTATATTAAATAACGGTAAAATAGATTTTAATGATTCGAGTATAACAGATAATACTCGTTGTAGCTATCCATTGTCGTATGTAGATAAATCGGTAATACCAGCGATAACAAACCATCCAAAGAACATTATATTTTTGACGTGTGATGCGACTGGATTATTGCCTCCAATATGTAGTTTAGAAGATAAAAACATAATATTGATGTTTTTGGCTGGTTACACAAGTAAAATAGCGGGAACAGAAGTAGGATTAATAAAGAACGAGCCAACTTTTAGTGCATGTTTTGCTGGGCCATTTATAGTGTGGAATCCGAAACTATATGGTAAAATGTTAGAAGATAAAATAAAAAAGTATGGATCAAAAGTTTGGTTATTAAACACTGGTTATAATGTGAATGGTGAACGATATCCAATTAAAATGTCAAGAAAGATAATAAAAGATATTAAATCAGGTGATATATATAAAATGTCAAAGAAGAGACTAAAATATTTTGATATGGATTATTATATAGATAATGATACATATGAGCCAATGAAAAAATGGGCTGCTACTAGTCACAATTATACTTGATATTTATTGATATCCCACCTTATTTTTCAATTTTTGTGAAAAAATTGATTTTTTTATTGAAAGAATACAACTCCTTCTTATTTTTATTCTTATGACCAATAAGAAAAAGAAATTTAAATTTAAAAAGAAAAAGATCTTTTATAAAAAATATCATAATAATAATAATAATTCCTTGTCTCGATTACTTAAAGACAATCAATACTATGATCTTTCTTCATATATTTTCTTTCATGGAGATCTTTTTTGGAAACATAATTATAATCTACCATTCAAATCTCAGTTATCTTACTCTTGGTTCGATTTTCACAAGTCTATTCAAATTAATCCAGCTAATCCTATAATGCCTTCCAATGCCCGATTTGTTGATAAAACTAAATTTAACGCTAAGAAAACTGAATCGTTTGTTCTTCATCCCAATTCTGAGCAAAAAAAAATCCTGCTTGCTTGGATTGATGCTTTTACTGATATGATGAATGAAACCATTAAATTTCAGAAAAATAGATTGTTTCACAAAAAACAACTTATACTTGATTCTAGAAAATTGAGAGATCATGATTTAAAAACAATTAAAAATAAAATTATTTCTCGTACTGGGGTTAATTCTCATGTTATGGATCAGGCCATTAAACTTATTTGTGAAATGTATGATTCTAGTATTGCCAATATTAGGAACCATAAAAGACCATTCAGAATTAGATACATAAAGAGGAATAAGAATAAAAGAATTCTAAAAATGGAGAAGGTACTTATTTCCAAAAATGGTAAAACTTTTTGTTCTTCTGTTTTTGGTAAATTTTTAGATAACAGATTAAGTAATGTTACATCTGATTTTACCATACAATATGATAAATCAAAAGACAGATTTATGCTGTTTTATACTAAAAATGCCAATAAAATTAAAACAAATAAGAAGGGGCAAATAGGATTAGATCCCGGAATTAGAACATTTTTAACTGGATATTCAAATAATCATGCAATAAAAATAGCTGATAATGCTTATGATAGAATAAGTGATATTCATAATAAAATAGACGAAATAAGAGGATCTAATTTATCAAAACGGAGGAAAATAAAAGCATTAGAAAAAAGAGAGAGTAAAATAGAGAATTTAGTAAAAGATCTTCACTGGAAAACAGCCAAATACTTAACAGACAATTATGGAGAGATAATAATGGGGAATTTTAGTACCAAAAAGATGGGCGAACAAGAAAGTATGAATAAGATGGTGAAGAGAGTAGGGAATAGTCTGAGTTTATATAAATTTAAACAAAAACTACAATACAAATGCTTGTTAAAGAATGTAAAATACAAAGAGGTGGACGAGAGCCATACATCAAAATTGTGTTCGAATTGTGGTGTAGAATACAAATGGAATTTGCAAGGGAAAAAGATATATGAATGTAATTATTGCGGATTGCATATGGATAGAGATATAAATGGAGCGAAGAATATAATGATAAAGAGCATAATAAGAAAATAAAAATAGTTGTATGTGAGTTAGAAGGGGTTGGCGGGTGGACTGAGTAACAGTCTTTCTTCCCCTCTCCATGGGAAGAGACCGATACAAGCGCCACCTTCTAAAAGAGTAAAAAAGAACAGGTATAAGATTAAGATCGTCAAGTGCAGTGAGAAGAGTTAGCTGCGAGGAGAGCCACTTTGACTGTATAATTTTCGAACGAATCTTTATGTAAGAGGAAGCTAATAATGATTATATAAGGGACGAGCTTAATCCAAGTCAAATTGAAAGAAAGAAAGAAAGAAAGTAGTGAAAAAATTGAAATTATGTATGATATGTAAAGAATAATAAAGAATTTGTTTATACTAATGTATCGGAGAATGAAGATAAATATTATACCGAATTAAAAAAATTATACAATAAATTTAACATTTTCTAGAATATCGTATACCATTACAACATTTTTTGACAAATTCGATGTAATCACATTTCATGATTTCCACTAAATCTTTTTGGTTTTCGATAACAATTATTAAACTATTCAATAAGGAGATTAGAGAAGAAATATTTTTTGATACATTGCATTTTCTCCAGTTGTCATATACTGTACAATCGAATTTTAAACATCTAACCATATATTTGAGTAACATAGACCATGCATAAAAAGCCTCAATTTTAATAGCATTTCTATAACACATATCATACTGAACACATATTTTCGCTATGGTATCAAACACACAACACCACAAATTTTCCAGATTGAAAGTAATATTGTTGCAATATCCGTCATCACTTGGATAAATTATGGTCATGGGCACATCTTCAGAAGTTTCAGCAAGAGCACCAGGAGGATATCTAATAACAAGTGAATGACACGAACTATAAAATTCAAGATATCCATAAGCAACATAATTATCACCAGCACAAACTTGGACAGATGTCACGAGTTTATCATTTATAAAAGACTCATATATAATGCAAGCAACAGAGTCAACTTGATTAGAGATAAAAACACTATATCCAGCATTAAAAATAATTCTAATAGTTTCATCTAACATATCATACCATATTCGACATATATATTGTTCAAAAACATCTTTCATTTCAGTGACCAAATTTTCGAAATCCTGGATACTGGCGTTTGTTGGAACAGTGAATGTCGAAAAACAATTTCCTAGCTCTGCAGATAATACAGTCATAACAAAAGTGGAATTACCTGATCCATCTATTTTAATACCAATTTCAGTGCCATCAACTACACTAACATATCCACATATTTTGCTTCTAATTTTTTTTGCAAGAAAAGCGACATCTTGATCAGAATTTAACAGGAAAGAAGTCTGATTTAGTCCATTTAGATCGTATATCAGTGTTCCAGAAATATCATGGGTTTCCTTAATACCTCCAAAGCCATTTACGTAATATATTGGGAATTTTGATTCACCGGAAATATCTTGTACAGTTCCATAAAAATTTCCATTGCCAACAACTGCAATTTTTTTTCCTTCACATGTTCTATTACTTACTGAAACATATTGATCGGCAGCATTCATTGCCGAATCTTTAAAACAATCACCATCATTACAAAAAGAGTTTTGTATTGAAGAAATAACGTTAGTTAGCAAGTCTTTTAAACTAATTAGAGTTTCTTTTTGAGATTCTTTATAATCTAACGCACTGTTGAAAGCACTAATAGTTCTATTGTTAGACATAGATGATTCACGTGATTTTCTTGTACAACAATTGGAACAATTATTAGAAATAACATTGCCCCCACAATTACAACCTTTATTTACCATATATATATGCATAACATAATTTTAAATACAGTGGTTTTCTATAATAATGTCATCATAACACATGTGACTTACGTTTTTAAATGATTCAATTGTTTGTAAGTCTTGATTTATAATAAGTATATTGGCATTTAAAATTTTTTCCAATGTATGTATATTACACAAATCATGGTCAATCGTCTCAAACATTTTTTCATACAAAACGCCTGAACTGAGATAAGACAAAACTATATCAAGTTCGCCAGAATTTATTATTATAATTTTTTGTTCACATTTTATTGCTTCTTTTAATTCAATATTAAATAATTCACAAAATTTGAGAGATTTAAAATTTATTTTTAATTTTATCTTACTTAAAAAAGTTTTAATTGATGTTCTAATTTCAATAATAGCACATTTGATCTTGTCATAAAAATTTTTTAATATTGTATTGTAAAGCTCAATATCTACAGCATCGACTGGTTTGTCAGGTTCATATACAGTAAAATTACCCAAAAATTTTCTAGCACTTTCATAATAAATATTGGACAAACATTTCATCAAATGAAAATTTTTTAATATTTGATCAATTATAGCATAAACTTTGTGAAACATATGATTATCACATTCGGTATGACAATTACATTTTTGTTCATAATGACACTCTTGTTCACAATGATATTTTTTTAATTTTTCCAATACATTATGTTTTTCTTTTTTGACTAAAGTAGGCAATTCAGTGATGGTTTCCTTTTTTTTGTGTTTTATCTCATTAACATTATTTAACAATAGGTTAGATAAAATATTGTTTTTTTCATCTTTTGACTTATTAGAATCATTTGACTCATCTTTTATTTTATATTTAATTTTAAAAAGAGTAATTTTGATATTTTTAATATTATGACAAAGTTCTTCAATTATACATTTGTTTTTATGACTTAATTTATTTTTGACAATAATTTTTGTTAATAATTTTGTGAAAGAGTCAGATAATTTTATTAATTTATTCAAATCGAATTTATTTTTTGAGAAAGAACATTTTAATAATTGGTAATATCTTATCAATTTACACAGAAAATTTTCGTTCGAATCTAAATATCTCTCAAATATATCATCTATTTTTTTTTTGTTTTTCTTGATTATATTGATTCCTTGACATATCTCGACATACATAGTAAATTAATATTGTATAAGATATTTATAACGATTTGAGGTTTAATTAAGTATGTCTTTCTATCTTCTGTGCAATGAGTTTATAATATGTTAAAGTATTGTTAGTATAAAAATAAAAAATAAATATAAAAAAAATATTGTATATGATTATTATATATATAATGGGCAAAGACGATTGCGAATATGATTGCAAATGCAAAAGAGGAAAAAGAGGCCATAGAGGTCACAGAGGCCACAGAGGCCATACAGGTCCAGAAGGTCCAACAGGCCCAGAAGGTCCAGTAGGTCCAACAGGTCCAGCAGGTGCAACGGGTGCAACAGGTGCAACAGGTCCAATAGGTGCAACGGGTGCAACGGGTGCAGTAGGTGCAACGGGTGCAGTAGGTGCAACGGGTGCAACGGGTGCAGTAGGTGCGACAGGTGCGACAGGTGCGACAGGTGCGACAGGTGCAACAGGTCCAATGGGAAATGTAAATGGCACAGCATCAACATTTTTTGTTCCAGAACAAATTGTGGGCGACGTAGTGGCAGCTTTAACATTAGGTCCTAGTACCACATTACCAGTACCAAGTGACATTGTAACATCAGGTACTACTATCACTTTTGCAAATCAAGGTGTATACGCGATTAGTGGAAGTTTAGCAATTGTCAATACATCAGTTCCATTGGCAAGTTTCACATTGGCAGTGAATGTTGTTTCGGGTTCACCAATTTTATTCCCACCAGATGTAACATATGCAATACCACAAAATATTCCTTTGGTTGGATCAAGTTATTTCGTAATTCAAACGTTGACTGCGAATACAGTTATTGAATTTACCGGAGTGAGCGCAACAGGTGTAGGTGTTCAAGGACAAGCTTTAATAACAAGAGTGGCTTAAATATGGTATAAGTTATATTAAATGTTAAAATAATCATCATAAATATCAATTATTATTTATGTTGAAAATTAAAAAAATTTGAAATAAAATCAATAAATAACTATAGGCCATAAAGTATTAAATAATGGAACTTTCAGAAAAGGGAAAAGTTTACAATCATATATCAAAATATGCAAGTCCAAGTTGGGTAAAATCATTTTGGAATTTATTGTCAACATCAATTTTATTATACATATGTTTTACTTCTACTAATTATTGGTTACTACCATTGTTTTCGTTAACTCTAATGAGAACATTTATAATATTTCATGATATTGGTCACGAATCATTTTTTCCTGATAAAAAATTTAATTATTTTGTTGGTTTAATAGTGGGAACAATAGTGGTAACACCATTTTCTAATTGGACATTTGGACACAATCACCATCACAAACATTCGAATAAGTTAGACAGAAAACAATATTCTCAAACTGCTCCTTGGGATGTGGAAAGATACAAGAAAGAAAGTTTTTGGAATAGGTTAATATATAAATTTGCCTATGGAAAATATACTTTATTCACTGTAGTACCGTGGTTATATTTTATAATAGTTCAACATACAACAGCATTTTGGTATGAAAATTTGATACATATCTGTTATTTGACAATGTTGTATTTGTATTGTGATTTTTATACATTTGCATATATACTGATAGCTTATTGGATAGCGGCATTATGTGGTTTTATATTGTTCCACGCACAACATACATTTGACGGTGTGTATAAGGAGAAAGAAAAAGAATGGGATTATTTTAAGAATGGTATGTATGGTTCATCATATGTGCAGATACCTTGGTATTTAAAATATTTTACCTGTGGAATAGAATATCATCATATACATCATTTAAACACACTAGTTCCTTCATACAATTTAAAAAGATGTCATGATGAGTCAGGAGAATTGTTTAAAGATGTAAAGAAAATATACATCACGGATATACTCAAAAGCTTACATTATTCTTTGTATAATGTCACTGCAAAATGTTTTGAAGATGTATATTTCCATTAAATTTGAAAAATATATTACTTATTAACAATATTTATTTATTATATAACTCAAATGAAAAATTTAAAAGACATATTATTTGGAAACAATGATAGTAGTTTAAAGGACGAAACAATAAAAATGACAAATAAAGATCTTATTATTAAGGAACCCACACCACCAATTTCTAATGACAATAAAATAAAAGTAACCAGTTTACCAACTGGAAGAGAGGATTTAGTTTTAATGAACTGTATCTTCCACAATAAGAAAGATTTTAATGGTAAAAATGAAATATTTTTGAAATTGAATAATATGGTGATATATAAATCAATTCATAGGAATGATGTTGATGACAAAACAATAGAAATGAGTCAAATATTAAGAAGATTATTAAAAATAACCATCAGAAATCCAGTTGTGGAGTTTACAGAAGAAACGCCAATTATAAATACCATTAAAAAGATTAAATTAAGAATTGGTATTTTGAGAGAAATAAAAGAAATAGAAAGAAAGGGGATATATGAAATACGAAAAATAAACCTGCGAGTCCATAGTCAATAAAGGATAGCAGATAAAAGTAACTAGTGTAAAAGTAATTTAATTACTAAACATCATATAATTTTATGATGAAAAGAAAAGTAAAAGATTATAGCAAAAATATTGATATAGTTTTATATACTTTCTCTAACTAGATAGAGGATTATTTTGATGCAACATTTGATTTAGACAATAAGGATAATTTGTTTATATAACGAAAAAACTGAAAATTATTTAATATAATAATGATATACTTAAATATTATTATTATGGCAAGCCCAAAAACAATAAAAAATAAGGCAAATATGTTAGATACTAATTATTCAGTATACATAGATGGTCAAACAAAAAGCACTCCACCACAAGAAGATTTTCTTCAACAAAATATGAACAGAATTTATCCAAAACCAACAAGAGAATGGGTTGATGATACCATAGTGAAACAATGTCAAAGTTGTAATTATAAATTTGGATGGGGATTTTTTGGGAAAGGAAAACATCATTGTCGAGCATGTGGAGGTGTTTTTTGCGATACTTGTTGCAATATACATACATTAATACCAACTCATTTGATTGATAAACCAGACGAACAAAATTCTTACAAGGTATGGTTTACGAATTATTTTAGACATAGACAATATGGAAACAAAAGTTTAGTGTGCGTTGATTGTAATAACAAAATAAATAATCTTTTGAAAATAGAATGGAAAATAAAGATAGGTGCATTTTTAGGATTAAAAGACCTATTTAGTTTTTTAACTATAAATCGAGAATTTCATAATGCTGGAATACATTGGTTATCAAAGTTCAGAAATATTCAATATCACTCACCGGATGTATCGTATAATAATTGGGAGACTAAAATATTGTGGTCGTTAAGACATAATATTATGTCTCATAGTAATTGGTATTTATGTGTAATAAAATCAGTGATTGGAGATTATATAAAAAATCAAAATGAAAGATTAGATGAATTGATTAAAATATTAGTTAATATGAATATTAAAGATAAAAATAAAAAGATCGAATGTTGGTCACTTATGTGTTCAAGGCGATGTAGTAGTGAATTTGATATTATTGATGTGATGGAAATATTACAATATTTGTGTAAGCAAGAGAATGGAGTCAATGTGTTTTGGAAAGATCAAAAAATGAGAGAATTATTTACGATTTTATTCAATAAAGTTAGGGGATCAACAGAAAAGTATGTTCCACAAGACAATATAATGCCATTACTCAGTGTAACAATGAGAATGATACTAGATACTGACAAAGAGGTTAATTGTGTATATGTTCACGAGATACTTGATATCATATCAGCAAAGAATTATAACTTTTTAATAATGTTGACTTTAGAATATAATCATTTAAACAACACTCACATTAAAAATAATGGCAAAATAAAATTTTGTGATATAGTGAAGAATTATATAGTTTCAAGATTAAAGCCAGAGCAAAAAAATATTATCTGGAAAACAGTCAATGTTATTAATACATTGAGTACAAATGGAAAGAATTTATTTCAAATAATTACAAAAAATAATAATGGAGAAATAGACAATAATGACGTGTACAATATAAATGGAAATTTGCCAATATTATATCCGTTTGACACACAATATCATATCACAGACATAATCAGCGTAAAAGAATTGGAGAGCAACTCAAAACCATTGCTAGTAAAAGTTAAAATACAAAAAAGTAACAATCAAACATCACCAAAAATAAAGAAAAAGTTTATAATAAAAAATGATCCATACTTAAGGAAAGAAAATATAGTGTCGTCATTGATATCTGTATTACAAAACAAATTACACAGTCAATCAAAAAAAGGAAGATTAGAAAAATTCGAATATGTTCCTATGTATAAAATATTGATGATCAGTAATCAATTAGGTATAATAGAGTATGTAAATGACAGTATCACATTAGCCCAAATTTCGCGTAAGGGATACACACTAAAAAATTATATCCAAGAATTAAATGACAAAGAATCAATTTCAGTGGTAAATGAGAGATTTATAATAAGTTTGGCAATATCAAGCTGTTTATCATATATTTTAGGACTAGGTGACAGACATTTAGACAATATTATGATAAATAAGAAAGGACAAATATTTCACATAGATTACGGTTATTTAATGGAAAATCCAATGACAAATATTTTTGGAGCTCCAGTAATAAGAGTAACCAGCGAAATGATAGATTTTGTTGGAGGAACAAAAAGCAAATTCTATTCTGAATTTAAGGAATATGTCATAAAAATTTTTGACATTTTGCGATTATATGGAAATGTTATTTTGAACTATTATTATATACTTGGATATGAAAAAATTATTAATTGGGAGGATTTTAGGAAAAAGATAACGAATAGATTTTTGGGGGGATTGTCTTGCAAAGATGTGGAAATATCATTAATAAAAGAAATTGAGTTGGGTTCCAATAGTTTATCTGCTTATGTTATGGATGTAAGTCATCAATATGGTAGTATGTTTAAAAAATTATTTTCTAATTAGTTGTGTCTAATTTTATTATTCTAAACGCCTCCCACTTTCCTATAAAATTATTTTCACAACTAATTACTTTATTATTATCGCCATTGTTGTGAGTATCACTGCAATATTTTTGAGTTTTGAGTGACTTTAGAGCAATTCTGTCATTATTTTTGATAATTTTATCTGGACTTGTTATGTTTTCAATTATAAATTTTTCCCATAATCCGGGAGTCTTAATAATGCATTTTATTGTGCGATCTTCACCATATGAGCAATATTTTTGTTGTCTTATACCCTTTATATATATGACATCGCCATGTTTTATTTCTTCTTTTGGGGATCTTTGTCTAACTTTTTCTATTATAAATTGTTCCCAAAAATCAATACCTTCTCTATTGCACTGCATCCATCTACTATCGTCTGCACAAAAGTTATTATTGCGACCACCGACAAGGGCAACTTTATCACCACTATACAAGTTAGTTTTATCATCGTATTTAATAAGAGAATCCTTGTCGAAAGCATTATTTTGCATCATATCCCTATATATATAACACCAATGTGCAGAATCATCAAATCCAGTAAAATCATATATTTTTTTGTGATAATCTCCACACACTAATGGCTGGCCCAAGGTAATAGGTAAATCGTAATTTTCTTGGCAATCATTAATACAGTTTTTACCGTCCAACGAAGCACACATAATTTGACCATCAGAAGCCTTCACAGCAATATCACTATTTTCCCATTTTAAACATTCATATCCTTGATTATTTAAAGTTTTATAATCAGTGGTATTGATTTTGTCAACATTAGTATTATTTATATTATTATCAACATAAACATCATTTTTATTATTAACGATATTATTACAATCAACATCCCTAAAATTATCATATTCATAAGAATAGTAAGATACAATGATTAAAATAATAAACGAAATAATCATTACCAAAAATACGGTTGTCAGAATTATATTTTCTGTCATATATAATGTGTTAAGATTTATATTGATAGTATGGAAAGATATGCATTCAACATAGAGTTGAAATTTTTTTTACATTCATCATAATCTTCTTTGAAATATTTATTCATATATATTGTTATATTGTTATTGGAAATATAACTTTCGAATTCTGATAAAAATTCTTGGTGAGTGCCTGAACAATATAAAATATTTTTTTTTATGTATGTGCTGTTAATGTTTAAAAATATGTTTAGGGTTTGAATGAGAGGACTTTGTGCAATCGTGATCTCGTAAAAATTATAGGGGTTTTCTAAATTATCGCATATATATTTTTCTCCAAAAAATTGTATCATATTGTATTTTTTCTGAAAAAAGAAAATATTTGATAGTTCTAGTTTCTCTTCTCCTGAAAAATCAGATAACAATTGAGTAAAATTATTAATAATGTCAGAAATATATTTAAGAAGATCATTAATTTCTTTTCCTTCAGAAACTTTGTTCAAAATATCAAAAATAGTATTAAGGATTTTACCTGCAGATAATTCTATTTTCAGAAATGTTGCATAATATTTTTTTTCAATGTCACTGTTTGTTAAATGGTATTCTATCTCGATATTTTTTTTGTCATCCACCGAATATATTTTTGTGTTATTAAGAATCAAATCGCTATAAGTTAAAATAGGAGCTATATTACTTTTTTTGTGTATATATAATATTGGTATTGATAAGTTGTATGGTATAATTATATTTTTTTTATTATTATTTTTTATATACAAGGATATAAGCAAACTATATATCAGGTGAATTTTATTAAATTGTGAAGAATCGGAATGACCTAAATCATATAATAACAATGAATCAACCATATTGTTAATATTTTTGCTATTAATACTACCAGACAAAAGTAACTTCCAAATACTATTAAGTTCAGAAGGTAATTCTATGTTGTTCATAGTAACAAAAGTGTTATAGAAACCATATTTGTTTTTAATGTACTCGGCATTAAAAGGTGAAACTGTGTTTATTTTGTCAAAATAGTATTTTTTGATATTATTCATTATCGATGCAGTCATACAAACGATTGACTATTTAAACATTGTTATAATACATTATTTATTCACTTTTTTTAAAGGTTATATAAAGACAAACAACTTTTATAATAATAATTATGAACAAACATTTGGAAAAGAGTGACGAATATGGAATTATAAGATGGATTGAAATGAAAAGTCTATTGCTTTTAGATGAACCACAAATTTTTAATAGCGATGTTGAAAAAAATTATAAAGAATTCGGCATAAATGTTTCAGAATCGACTACTGTAGGACAGAATTACAGTACTATGACAAGAAGATTCAATATATTCGAAATATACAATAGAGTTTGGGCAAGAATAGCAAAACACGAAGATACGGTAAAATTGATCAATGATTTGAAAAGAAATTTAAGATTAGCGAAAGACAATAATCAATCAGAAAATATGGTGTATAAAGCAATATCATTTCTATCATCACACAATGATCCAAAACTGACAAAGGAATTATATGCTCTGATATCAACATTATCAGATTATTATGTAGACATGAAAAGTGAATTATCATTCTCACAGATATTTGAAGACACAATAAATAAAATTTTAAATGAATACAGAAATAATAACGAGTCATGTAGTTACATCAAAACACAATATAATATAACATTCCATTGCAGTCAATATGACCAAGATGTTGATCCATGGCTCAAATTGTTAGATAAATGCCGAGATGAGTTTGTGGATGAAGAAATAGACAAATTGTTTTTCGATTATAGATATAACTATAATCATAGGAATTATGATGATGTTTATGATAATTTAATTGCCATAAACAAACTTCATGGTAAAGAAGAAAAATACAGATTGAATGAACTGAGAATGTTAAGATTAAATCTTTTTGGATATTATTGTGATCATGTTACAAATGCTGTATGTAAAGGTGTTCAAAGAAGCAGTTATACAATATTATTATTTAATCTTTGTATGATATCATCATTTGTTTTGGGAGAACACATAAAAAAATATTTTCGTTAATTAAAACCTTTTGAATTATTTTTTTTATAGTTGTCATTAAGTTTATTACTATAATTATTTTTTTGGGTACCGGACTGATCGTAATTGTTTGAAAGTCTTTCTTGTGTATTTGATTGATTATTATTGATGGAATTATAATAATTTTTTCTCTCTTTGAGTTTACGAAGTCTTTCTTTAATTCTTTCTCTACCTTCTTTACTATATTTATCAGGATTTCTTTTTGGTACCTTTTTAGGTAAAACTATTTTACCTTCTTTCTCCAATTTAAGAAGCTCAAGATGTTTCTTTTGTTCTTCTCTTTGAATGACTTTTTTCATTTCTCTTTCTAGTAATATAAGAGCTCTTCTTTCTTCTTTATGCTCTGCTCTTTTTTGTTTATAGTCTATTTCCAATTCTTTTGCTGGTTTTTCTGGTTTAGCAATAGGTTGTTTATTCAGATAATAATAAACTTTTGGATCTCCACTATAGATAACTCTCACTGGAGTATGATAGAATTTTTTGTAACAAGATTCAACATCAGCTCTTTTTCTATCCCTATAATATTGCCACACTTGATGCCATATTTCTCTTCCCATTTTAGAAACTTTTCTAGCATATATCGATTTAACGTATTTACCAGTAATGGGATCTATTGAATTTTGTTTAAATATAGGATTTTTTAATTTTTGTAATAATTTATTTGGAGTATATCCTTCAGGAGGAGCAATTTGTTTGTCATTATCATTAGTATCATTAATATCAATAGAATCAATTGCTTTTTCGTCATTGTCAATAGAAACAATATTTGTTAGTTCAGGTTCATTGGACATGATAAATGTATTTGTAATATTATTAGAGAAAGGTAATGTTTAAGACATTTTAATATCAATATTTTTTATAATATAGATTTCTAAATTTTTATTGAAAAATATCTGTGAACATAATATATAATGAGCAAACAAAACGACTCAAGAAAAAATAAACAAAATATAAACTTTTTACATGAAAAAACCAGTACTACAATTTCTAATGGTAATAAGGTTGTTCATGAGGAATATATTATAGATGGAGAAAAGGGATTAACAATAAAATTTTTCCATAAAGAAGGTGAAGAAGTAATGAAAGTAATTATAAGACAAATGGAAGATGGTTCTTATAAAATGATGAGCTGGAAAAATAAGGAGGATAAGAAAGAAGAAACCTACAGCAAACAAGAATTATTGAAGGAAATAGCCAAAATAAAAATGTTAAAGTTTGCAACTGAATTCTTAGAAAAGAGACAAAAAGGTGGTGCAAGCAAAAGAAGTGGTTCAAAGAGCAGAAGTGGTTCAAAGAGCAGAAGTGGTTCAAAGGGTAAAAGTGGATCAAAGAGTAGAAGTGGTTCAAAAGGAAAGAGTGGTTCAAAAGGTAAAAGTGGTTCTAGAGGCAGAAGCTCTTCAAGATCCAAAAAATATTAATTTTTCATTTGGAATAAATTTGTGATATTAAATATATATCATAAAATAAAATTTTTTCATAAACAAGGCGGAGATAATTTATGTGAAAAGGTTGTTTTTGGAGTAAAATCCAGAAAAAATTATTGATTTAATCTAGACAATAAAACCACATTTTCACAATAATTATTCTCGTGTGGAAACATGTCAAACGTTTGTATGCTCTTTAATTCAAAATTTAGGTTGTTTAAATTTCTATTTAGAGTGGTAGGTTTGCAGGACATATAAATGATGAATTTAATGTGTAAATTATTGTTGATGTAATCAATATTATGTGGTAAAATACCTTTTCTACCAGGATTAATCAGTAATATAATATCATTACCCAGATTATTTATATCATTATAACTCTTGGCAGTATTGTAAATATTAACATTGTTTATATTGTTCAATTTGATATTATGTGAAGCAGTGTCAAATGATTTTTTACCTGGTATGTATACGTCAATATTAACGTCAATATTAACGTCAATATTTTTACGCAATTTGGACAAAACCATAGATATATTACCACTGTCATCACCTATACAAACAATATTTTTCAAATTAATGGACGCACATAAATCATATATGTATTCATACAGTTTTGGAAGCTCGTAATTATTTATCTGGAAGAAATTCGATGAGTCAATGTAAAACTTGTAATTATCATTTTTTATGAAAATATCAAAAATAATATGATCATTTCCAAAAATATTAATAATATTATCAGCAAATTGTATATTAACAGACGACAATGTGTATTTTTTTTCTTTACATGTATTCAACAGTATAGTGATAATATCATTTTTAGTTTCTGTGTCAATTTCACTTATCAAATCAAATTTAACAAGAACATTGCGCGAATCATTTCTAACAGTGATATCTTTTAAACAACTCAGATTATATTGTTCTTTATATTCAATTATGCAATTAGTAATAAATATACTTATTTCACTACTGACCACATTATCAATAATTTTTTTATCTAAGGAAAAAACAGATTTGTTTCTGTAATGTAACATTTGAATATATATTATTTCTTACATGTGTTTAATATGTTGCATATTTCAAATTTATAAAAATTGAAAAATATTCATAATATTTTATCTTATTAACATAATTACGATATGGTAAAATATATTTCTTTAGGCTGTAACTGTAGTGTAAAGGAACAATTATCACGAAATGGGATAAATGACCAAACTTTACCATTTGATTGGATAAAAATAAAGGATTTTGATCAGGTCATTAGAATGATATCAAATAATTTTAGTAATTTTATGGATAATTTGATATTTATGAAGAATGATGATGAAAAAAAATTTTTTGTGGAAAAAGATAAAACTAAAAAATCACAAATATATGGTAATAATATAGCAACATTTTATCATGATTTTTGTTGTGAAGAAGATTATAATACACAATATGAAATAAACAAGGAAAAATATCAAAGACGAATTGAAAGATTTTATAATATTTTAAAATCAGATGAAAAAATAATATTTATCAGAAACGATGTACATTTGAAGAATGTGCAACATAATATTTTAATAGATTTTGATAAAGCTGTTAAAAAAGTGAATAAAAACATTGACTATCATATTAAATGGATAATACATCCAAGTAAAAATTTTGATTGCAATACAATAAATAAAATAAATGGCAGTGAAATAATTGTAAGTTATAACAAACCTATAAACTGGTGGCAAGATGAGATAAATTGGAATGAAATATTTTTTAGTTAATACCCTTTTTTTTATTTTCTTTATATTCATCAAAACTTTTTATTAAATTACTATTTTTTGGAACTATAATACTGGAATTTAGGAAACTTTTATGTAAATCTTCTGTTGAATAAATATTATGTTGTTCAACATTTATAATATCAGGATATTTCTCCACAATGACAGAATCATTGACATTGTTTATTTTTACTTTATTCACATAACTATTAATAATATTTAAGTTTAATGTTTGTTTGGGAGTGGATTTATGGTCATATATATTTATTGCTATGTACAAAATCAGAGCATTTAATAACAGTTGCAAGGGATTATAATGTGAGAAAAATCCGAATATGTAAATGTATAATGCAATGTATAAATGTTTGTTTGTTGCGACGATAAGAGCTGAAATAATAGGGGAGTTAGGAATATTGCGTAACATATATGCTAAAAATGAAATTGTAATAATATTCAAGTTATATTTGTTTTCATGGACGAGAAGATATCTATTTTCATTAATTTTTTCAGCAATTTTATGTAAAATAAAGTATGTAATGTCATTAAAAAACAATTCGAACGATTCAGAGATAATAGTAACGTAAATAATATTGCATTTAAAAACCCAGAGTAAAAGTGAAAATATTCTAGGATAATAGTATTTAGATTCAAATTTGCCAATATAACATAAAATTATTGATAATATAACAGATATTAGAGGGTTATCAAAAAGAACTGAAATACTGTAAAAAGCAAATATTTTGCCAATTATAATTTCTCCGTATTTGACTCCTTTATTTATTTTGTCAATGAGACTTTCTTTTTTATTGTCTCGATACAATTGAATAATAATTTTGAGTATTTTTGCGTTAAAAAATAAATTCCAATCTCTTTTAGATATAATAGCTATAATTTTCTTTCTAGGATCAACAATATGAGCATATTTATCGTGTTCGTAATGTTCTGATCGTATTTCGATCAATGCTCCATAATTATATAATGCCTTAACTAATTTTGTATATATTGACCCGACTGATTCCATATATTGTATGACAAGCGATATGATTAATATTTTTAAAAAATCTATTAGATGGACACAAGATCTTTTTTTATAAAAAATACTTAACTCACCTGCAGAAATAGCTGGATTCCTGTCCAGTATGTTTTTGCATATATTATTAAAACAATATGAATATGCGGATAGTACAGAATATTTTATAATTTTATTGATTTTTTTGTTGAGAAACGACATAATATTAACCAAAGGGGAAATAGAACACAAATATTGCATGATATATGGATGAGTGGCCGAAATTAATAATAAATATGTTATAAACTTGCCATTATCCCAGAGTAAAATACTAAGAGAGAAAGACACAATTTCTAAGAAGAGATAATATATGTATCTTTCAATTAACCCCATATTTGTTCTGAGTTTTGTGCTATCAATGAATGTGTTTAGATATTTTTGTGAGTAGTAGTTTTCTTTGGTGATATCCGCAAAGAATTCTAAAGCTGAGAAAATACTATCATTAGTTATAGCATTAACAAAAACAATACCCGTACCTTTTTTGAGAGTAATGACGCAATACAGAATGAATATAGATATATAATGATAGAGATTTATCCAAATATTGTTTGCTGAATGATGAATAAAATGTGTTATACTATGGACTATATTCCCAAGTTTTGACAATATATTACCAATCATGTTGTTATTAAAATTAAATAACATAAATTAACACAATTAAATTTCATTTTTTTATATTATATCATTTTTTTCAATAGTTTATTAAAAAATTGAAAATTAAAGCATTTAAATCGAAAATTAATAATTTATATATATAAATGATATTGGACAACAAAAAATACAATATTGATGAACAATGCTTTGAATGCGTAGAATTATTGGATAAAGATTACAAATTTGAAAGTTATGATAATTCAGAAGAAAATATATTTCGTTCAGGTATAGGAAGACCATCACAATCAATTGATAGTTATGATGATTTTGTAGATGTGTTTTTGGATGGAATAGAGGGGTTTTCAGATGATGATGATTCAGGAATAACGTCTGAATTAGTAAAAAATATTACTACAGAAAAATTAAAAACTCGACTAAAAGGAGAGATCAAATATATTTACACAAATATTGATTATCCTTTAACCTATCCCTCAATATTCAAATTCACGTGTAAAATTCCAGTAACATATGGTTTGTTGTTGTATGCTTATACAGTAGCTTATCAATTAACCTACATTATTGAGGAAGAAGAAGATGATGATCCAGGACATATTCCGGGAATGCTAAACAGAGCAATATCAAAAGGTAGATTTGGAATATGGGGCCATGACATTGATGATTTGGTGTACAATGGTTATTCTGATATAACGTATGATACAAATAGTGTAGTTTGTGAATTTTATTGTGATTCTTGATTTAAAAATAATTGAAAATAAAAGTAAAAGATTAATTTATATTAAATGGAAAAGAAAGATATATTAAAATGTCGTTAAATAAATATTTGTTATATATATTAGGAATATCATTGTGTTTTATAAATTATGTGCAATATGGAATAACAACGGTAATTTACAAATATTTGCAAAATATGAATGTTCAACCGTTATCATTAACAGCATTATCAAATTTAATAGTAATAATAGTATATTCTCCAAGAATTATACATCTATTTTATAAACACAGATTCGAAACAATTAAAAAGATATATAATGATAATATTGCTACGTGGTTATTGATATTACTCACCATATCAATATTGATACGATGCACATTATTTTTGTATGGAGCACAATTGACAAAATCAGTTTACTTTCAAATAATTAATTTAACGTCACCATTTTTTACTCTAATAATTTCACAAATTCTTTTGAAAATATTAAATCATTTAAAAATAGATAAATTTAACAATATTTTAGGCAACAGAACAAATTTTGTAATGATAATATTAATAATATTAACAATATTGTCAGGTTTTGTGACAATTGTGAGTATGCAAGATAAAGATAAAAGTAGTTTTAAATGGACGGTTGATGTTTACTCGATATTTAGTAATTTTGGCACACGAGATGCACTTGGCTTGTCATTGTTATTGATCTCAATGGTGTTCATTACGTTTTACAACATATGTATAAAGTTACTCACAAACAAAGAAAAAGAGACTGATATAGAATCGAATTTAGAATTAGAGGAAACAAAGAAACAATTAATATCAAATGAATTTATTTTCATCCATCACATTATAATTTACAGTGTATTTTATAGTGTATTGGGGATATTGTTCGAAGATTGGTCATATTTGTTGAGTAAAAACTGGTTAATGTATGTATTAATCATAGTGTATGGTTTAACAGCGTATTTTTTAGGAAATGTTGTATATTTTCTAGCAATATCATATTCGAGTACAACAGTGTTTGCCTTATTTACATCAGTTTCATTAATTTCCAATATTGCATTTGCAGAAATATTTATTCCTGAAGAGAAAATAACAAATTTGTGGACAATAATAGGTTCAGTTTCAATAGTCATATGTGTGACTCTATTTGCAATAATTAAATTGAAATATCAATAAGTTCATAATAGTGAGAACATTTGTCATTTTTGTGAAGCGGTAATAATGTAAAAAGGTGAGCATTTTTAATCATTTTTATTTTATACAATATTTGTTCACCAAAATTCGAAACAACAAAATTTTCAAAAACTTTAATAATAGATTTTTTGTATGATTGTGAGACTATTTTATTCAGTAATATTTCATCATAACCTGATATACTTTGATATATTTTTCCATAATCATAGTATATGTCACCAAATATTGTCAATATGTTTCCTAATTGCCCTCTCATATCAATAAATTTAAAATGATTGTTTATATCTAAAATACAATTAGTCAAAACAGGATCTCCATGTATTACTCCTCCGCAACCCATATCATTATTTTCGTATTCTGTAAAATAGTTTATTAATTTATCATAAATCTTGTCACTATTTTTATATATTGAATAATCATTCACTGTATATCTATTGATTAATTTATTTTTGTAATTATCGTATATATTTAACGAAATATTTTTTGTATATTTTGCTGATGAATGAATATCTTTGACAATATTAAGAAATTTAGTAAATAATTCGACAGTCAGTGATTCATTGACATACAAATAAGAAAGAGTAATTCCATTAATTTTTTCCATAGAATACCAATCCGTACCATGTCCAATAAATAATGGAAAATACTGTTTAACAGTTAACGGAATGTTTTGGTAATAATATATTTCACCCTTTATTTTATCTAAATTACTTTTTTTTGTGATTATGTCTAATGTTCCTGGTATAATTTCATTAAAATCCCTTTCAGCAATTTTTGTTTGATAAATACCAATTTCTTTTTCAATCTCAGAATACGAATTAACTCCCAAATCATCAATATAATAATTTGCATATGGTTTGCCAAAATATAATTCATCATAAGGTATATTAAATTTTTCTAAAGTTTCAAGTGTGATCTTACCAACATCCTGAATAATTTTTCCGATGTTTCCCTGGTGTGTTTTCATTCGTCTGGCTGTATAAATGATAATAGTGTGTCCCAATTTTTTGAGATATCTAAGATACTCTATATTTTTGAATAGAGGCTGAACGCTCGAATAATCATTTTTGATTGTAGGATAAGTGACTAAAGTATTGTCAAGATCAAAACAAATCCTTAGTTTATCGTAATTTTTAAAATTATCACAAAAAATTTTTAATTGAAGAGGAGTTCCAACACATTTGAAGTCATTTATATCAATAAGATTAGCATAAAATATATGATTATCTTTCAACATTTCAGAAATAACACAAGAAGTGTAATATTCATGATTTTCTCTAATGTCATTACTGATAACTTTTTGACAATAATTTTTTAACACATATGCTTGATTAAAACAATAACATCCAGTATTAGCGTAGTGACTTATTTTATTTTTTTCTTTTATTGAATTGATTATATTATTTTCATCAAACGAAACATATGAAAAAATAGGTTTTTCTTGCATATCCTTGAAACAAAAAACAGCATTATTATTCTGATTACGATACTTGCTTACTATGTCAGTAAAATAAAATGTATCACAGTCAAGTAACATTGTTTTGTTAGAAAGATATTTATCATCAATATTATTCAAACCAAATAATATAGTTTCAGTGGCTCCTTCTGTATTTTTATCTAATCTTATCAACTTTATATTTTTATAACGATTGTGTATTATATCTTTAAAATTAAATTTATCAAGATCTTTATGATAAATGACAAAGATCTTATCGTTTTCCTGTACATTAAGATTGTCAATTAGATAAAAAATCATTTCTTTTCCAAAAATATTGATTAATGGTTTTGGTTTGGTATATCCATCCAATTTAAATCTTTCTCCTAATCCACCTAATGGTATAATAATATTCATCTTATAACTTAAATAAACATATTTATTACATTAATCTTTTTGCGCAAAAAGATGATTTATAAAGTAGTTATCATTAAAACGATATTACATGAACAGTTATAAAACACCAATTATAATTATGGATTTTTTAGAATGCGATATATGTTACGAAAGTGTATTATTGTGCAACTATGATGATCACAGAGAACAATGTTTAATAAATCAGAGAAATTATTATAAAGAAATTACAGGAAATGGAGAAGATATTGTAGTGTTGACAAATGCACAACAGAAAGCTATGGAATATGCACAAAAAAAATCAAAAATATATTCCAAAAATACTAAACTCAGTGTTTTACATAGATTCAAAATGAGAGGTTTAGGAAAAAGCGAGATCAAAAAAACAATAGATTTTATACAAAAAAAAGTTCAGATAATAATTCATGTCAATTTGACAAAAAACATGAGATATTATTTGAATGATGATTATTATAGGAATTTATTTGAAGTGAATAATAGCGGTGGATGTTGCTCAAAGTCAGCTAGAGAGACTTGGGAAAAAAATTTGTTTAGTGGTTTGTATGATGGTGTTGATCCAGTAGAAAGAGTAAAATACGGAGCAATGAATTTAACTAATTGTGATCAGGGGGTAAATTCATGTTGTGGATATGGAGATTCATATTTTGTTTTAAAAAACAAAGTAAAAGATAGAACTACATTTGTTTTTGGAGATTCGTCATCAATGATGTTGGAGTTAGGTACGTTTAATAATTGTGGCATAATATTATCATTAATTTCTGACGATTTACTGAACAATTTAATAAAAGTAGCGACTGGTGAATGCGATGGTTTACCATATTCTGATAAATATTATACCGAGATCCAAATACATGGTTTAGTAAGATTTTTCCACGATATAGATTTATTGGTAGTCAATAACGTCCATAAAGACAACAATAATATAATGTCGATGGTTAAAGACTTTAGTAAAAAATATAATGTTCCATATAAAATAATGAATACGATTGATTCAAAATAATTTTGTTAGGATAAATAATAATATGATTGGAATAATGATATGTTGTTGTTATAAATACAAAAATCAATATGAAAAAGTTTCGGTGTACTGGAATAACATAGAGAAGGAGCATAGAATGTTCAGAATATTTTATTTATTTGGTAATCCCAAAATTGAGAAAAATGAATATAATTCTAAAACAAAACAACTTATTTTGAAAGTAGAAGATAATTACGAATCTTTACCAAAAAAAATATACGAAGCAATTAATTACATAAATTTAAATTTTCCGGAAATAGAAGGTATATATAAAACTGATGATGATATTGAAGTTAAAAATATAGATGAACTGTTGAGACAGATTAAACTAAGTTGTGTAAAGAACATAAATTATTGTGGATTGGTTGTTGATAAAGTGGATAGTGGATTAATTAAAGAAACTAGATTAAGAAAATTTTCAAATAAAAAACTAAAAGATGTAAAATATGATGCATCCAATTATTGTTATGGAGCAGGATACTATATTTCAAAAAAATCAATGAATTATATTGGTTCAAATAAAGATTATATGTATGAACAGTATTTGGAAGATGTAAGTATTGGTCATATACTCAACAAATATAAGATTCATCCAACAAAAATAGCCGGAAGATATAAAGAAATCAGAAGAGTCAAATAAAAAAATTTGATCATGTTATAAGTCAATAATTTTAATATAAAATAAAAATATTATGGAGAATATAATAGTTTGTTCTAATGCAAAAGAAAAACTATCAGGTATATGTTTTAAAATAAATACAAAAATAGGAGATGTATATACATATATTATAAAGGCAGTATTAACTGAAGGTATAAATGCTTTCATTTATTGTGAAGACAGTAAAAAAAACAGACTTGTGAGCAGTAAAAATGTTCTTATTAACGGAATAGAAAAAGAGTTTAAATTTTTAGTAAAAGGAACAGATAGTTATATAAATTTTGGCGTATTATTCCCAAATGCAACTAAATATGAACTGAACATCAAACATATTTCAATTGTTTCAAATGGAATGATATTAAATAACAATGACAACATGAATCTGATAAAAGGTTCTACCATAAAAAGTATTGAAAAACATTCAATGACAGAGAAAAAAATAACATCTGGTCAATCTATTGAACAATACATCAAAGACAAGAATATTGTTCAGCTATATGTCAGTACACCTGTTGTCCATTATAAAAAAATAATAAAACAATTGAATGAATATAAAAACACAAATGATGCCACATTATTCATTGGAATTTATAGCGAAAATGATGTAAATGTTTTGGAAAGTCATGTCGGAAAAAAAGTAATTTACTGGCCGAATGGAAATACAAAAATTAAAAATTTTGAGAAAATAGTTGAAAAAATAAATAAAATGACTAATGTGATAAATTTGTCAAATAAAACAAATCAACAACATTTATCAAAACATGGATTAATTTCAGAAAGAATTTATGTTGATGATAGAAAATATGCAAAAAAAAATTTATATTCAAATAAAATAATTATTTTTGGAGAAAATGAATTGTACAACAAAATTGTAGAAAAATTTACAGACTATGATATAATATTTAGTAATAATCTAAAAGTTAAATATGATGATATTTATGATATATGTTGTGAATGTGTGATGGGAATAATTTTAAGTGATAGTTACACTGAAAATGACTTAAATATTATTTACGGACTTAGATCATTAAATGTTCTTGTGGTATGTAATAATGATTTTGAGGGTGCAATGAAATGGCGTGACGTTGATGATATAGAATTATTGGTCAAATATAGGAATATACATATGTTTAACAATGAAATAGCTAGATATAAAAAAATTTTATTTGTGTGCACAGATTATCCAAGTTGGGGAGGAGCAGCTACAAACACATATGAGTTAATAAACTGGTATAATAATAATTCAGATCATAAGGCATTTGGATTATTTTTGCACAATGAAGAAATCAATAAGAAATACGAAAACGCAATAATTTTTAACACAACAGGAACAATAAAATTCAAGAAAAGTATACTAAAGATTAAAGAGTATTTTGGATCATCACCAGATTTGATAATATTAAGAAATTACATAGATTTGAGATTAATGAGATATTTCGATTGTCCCAAATATTTTCTCATTCCAGGAATATTTAAACAAAATTTAACAAATTATTCTGATAAATTAACAAATGATGAAATAAATGCTTTTGTGAACAGAGATGTATTGGAGGTGATAAATAAATGTGATAAATGTTTTACTAATAGTTTCGAAACAAAGGAAATATTAAAACATATATCAACGGCAAAAGTAAATATACTTCATTTCAATTATATACCTTTTTATGGTAATTTTGTTGATTACAATGAAAATGAGTGGATAAATAGAAAATATGCGGTAGGTATAATAGTTAGTGATTTTAGTAGAAAGATAAAAAATATAAACCTAATAAATAGAATATTTTCTCTTATTCCTAATCACTATAAAATAGTAATAGGAAAGAATAATAATTTAATAAGAGGAAAGAAAATAAAAAGATATGATTTATTGCCTCACGAAAATGTAAAAGGTATATACTCAAAAGTGAAGTATGTTATAAACACATCATTTTACGAGTCATGTTCAAATGTTATGATTGAGGCAAAATTCAATGGTTGTAAAATAAAATATTTGAATGATGATAATTATAAAGAAATAGTGGAACTATTAAAAGTGCCTAAAGTCAAAACATTATTGGAACCGGATGCTGTAGAGTCAGAAGATGATAATATAAACGCAAATATGAACGTAAATATGAACGTAAATATAAATGTGAAATTAATACCTGACGATATAAACGAAACAATAAAAATCGATTTTTTTTATGGTACAGAAGATGTAATTTTATTGATGTCGACTCAATATCCTCATTACGGAGGAGCAGCCACATTGGCTTACAAGATTCACGAAACTTTAATAGAAAAAGGATATAATTCGCATTGTTTGTTTTTACACGATAAGAACGAATGTAATTATAATCCTAACAATGTTAAAAATGTTTATTTAAGAAAACTTTATGAAGATTATAAAGATAAAGGAAAATGCAAATTATATTATAAACAAATTTGCAATAAAATTAAAAATCCTAGTTTGATAATAGGTTTTAACTATATATCACCGATAATAGGAAAGAATTTATATGAAAATTCGAAAGTGTACTATTATATAACAGGTAGTAGGTATATTACAAAAAATAATTTATCAGCGACGGCATATTTAAATTCTAAAAAGAGAAATATAGATGAATTGGATGTTGATGAACTTTATTGCTTAAATGTCGTCGATTATATTATTCCCAATAGTAATTTGACCAACAATGTGTTTCAGACTATGTTTCCAGAATTTAAGATTAAATGCACAAAAATATTAGAACTAGAGTCACTATTTTATCAAGATCCAATAATTATGACAAATGACAAAAAGCATGATATAGTAGTAATATCATCAAGATTCAATAGAACAGTTAAGAACATGGATTTGATAAATGATATATATTCTAATAAATTACTCAAACAATATAATAAAGTATGTATAGGTATGGATTCTGCTAATGTCATAAAGAAAGCAGATATTCATTACGGTTTTAAAAGTCATAAGGAAACTATCGAGATATTGAAAGAATGTAGAATATTATTAATTGCGAGTAAATATGAATCATATTCATTAACTTTACTAGATGGTATTAGGTCTGGTTGTATTGTGTTGTCAAATACAAATGTAGGTTCGAGTAAATATATGAACGAAAGTTATATAATTGACAGCGAAGATTCCGAATTATGGGTGTCAAAAATACTAACAATACTCAACAATTTTGATTATCATAAGAAATTATTTAATTTCAATTTTCCAAAAATAGATATAATCGATAGTATAAATTATTTAACGAATTATGAAAAAAAGCCAGATAGAAAGAATATATTATTTCTGTCAGTGGATAAGCCATATAATGGAGGTTGCTCAACAAATACGTATAATATGATAAAAACATATCAAAATGATGATTATATAAATCCAATAGGTATATTTATTTCAACTGACAAGAATGATATTGGTGTAAATCCGTTAAATTATAACAATGTATATCATGTGGAATATAACGAACAAATTGAAAGAAATCTTTTCAATACAATAAATGATATCGAAAAATTACTATCTGTTGATGGAATATTTGTGAAAAATTATAAGGCATTAATGTGTATGTTATGGATAAATAATAAATTGAATGAAAAATACAAAATAATATTTTCTCCGTCAGGATTGAGAACAATTGATAAAAATATGGTGGGAATGACAAAAATTGACTCTGCAAGTCTTTATGAATTTATAAAAAATAATGACAAAGATTTGGAAAAAATCATATATTACAAGTGCAAATACATAATACCGAATAGTAGATTGACTTATGAAATGATTAATAATATGTATGAGTTAGGTTACAATTTAAAACATCCATGTAGCATCACATTTATTGATTACAAAGATATAACAAATAATAGTAAACAAAACAAAAGAAAATATGATATTGCATTTATTTGTTATTCATGGAGCAGAAAAGTAAAAAATTATGCTCTAGTAAAGAGTTTGATTGAACGCAAAGAATTAAAGGACTATAATATTTTAGTAATAGGAAAAGGACAAACCAAATATTCAAAAAATGTGGAACAAATAGATAATTGCTCAAATGAAGAAATTTTAAATTATCTGTTACAAACAAAATTATTATGTATACCATCTTTATTTGACTCTTGCCCTAATGTATTAAAAGAAGGTTTAATGTGTGGATGTAATATTGTATTATCAAAAAATGTTGGATCCTATGAATATTTTTCGGTTAACAATTTAGTTGAAGATTTGGATAACATTAAAGAATGGATACAAAAAATAAAATATAATTTAAATAACAAAACAAAAACAGTTGATTTTTATCCATATTTAATTAAAAGTCAATTGAAAAATAATATATTAAGTTTCTGTAGCGAAAAATGTCTTAATCAATTGTTGGAATCAGAAATGAGTAAAAGTGGAGTTGGAGTGTATAAACTTCCTCCAGAATGGGATAAAAATAAATTTGATGATAATGACAGTTTTAACGTAGTACAAGACAATAATATGAATGTGAGAGAGATCATCACTAATGACGTATATTACAAACTATTTATAAATAATGATAAATATGATTGTGAATATTACCATTACATAACAGTAAACACGAATAGTCCAACAAATAGATACACACAACCCTATTTTACATATCCCTATGTGTCAGACAAAATTTATATATGGGAAATAAATTCGTCGTCTATATTAAAAAAATTTATGGGAGCAAAATATTACTTTCTGAGAGGCAATTATTATGATGCATATTCACAATTTATAAATAAATCTAATAATTCAAAAACAATATTATATCCGGCAACAGCGTTAAAGTATAAATATAATCTTAATTTATCAGTGGACAAAGTCATACATCATCCTTTTGATTACGTGTTATACGACGATATAGAAAATTTGGATTTATGGCAAACTATGTTTCCTAATTCTACTTTAGTAAAATTAAACAAACCTGTGAGTTCAACAATTGTATATTTAAACAAAACAAGAAAATATGATTATATATTTGTAGCAACAGAAAACCAAATTACTAAAAATCGACATTTGTTTGTTGATTTTGTATTGTATTGTGAAAAAAATAAAAAAAGAGTAAATATAGTAAATATAGGAAAATATGATCATAATTATTCTAAATTAAAAAATCTCAAGTATGTAAATTTGGTTTCTTATGACAAAATTACCTATGACAAGATAATAGAATTATTTAATGAAGCAAAAATAAATTTGATGTTTTCGGGAAGAGATGCTTTACCACGCGTCGTGACAGAATCTTTGGGCTGTGGCTGTTTCAATATTGCTTTGGATACAATGACTGACGGAAAATACTTATATAATGATATTTTTGGATCTATGTTATCTTATCCTAATTTAGATAAAATATACGATGAATCATCTAAATCAATAAGTTACTTATCTAATGACATAATATTTGCGGATATATTAAAATATAAAGATCAAGTATTTGATCATAAATTAATATCTCAAACATATCTTGGTAATATGACATATAAATTAAATATCAATTAAATCAATTACACTATTGATGATGTCTATATATTTATGATATGGTCGAATAATATGAAAATCAGTGTAACATTTATTTTTAATATCATTATAAACCAAACTCAAATTTTCAACAATATATTTCCTATTTCGTTTATCCAATCTTGAAAAATTTAACTCTTTGTCTTTTAAGATTGTTAAAAAAGCTTTTCCTTTTGTATTGAGATATTTAAATAACATTTTTTGATCGGTGAACCATCCTTGACAATTTTTTTTGCCATCGTACACTGGATCGTACCATGATTTAATTTGTTGAATCACATCATTTTCATTATTAACAGAGAATATTCTTTTCCATATAGTTGAATTTGCTAGATTATAACATGCTGCATACATATTGTTTTGTATATAGGCATCTCTGTAAACAATAAAACGATCATTTGAATAATTTTTAATCTTTTCCGTAAAATATAATTTACTCAAAGGTATAATGTCCATATCACTAATAATTATATTTTTGTTGTCAAATAGACAAGGATACAGTAATCTGATAGTTTGAGCTTGAAAAGCAGTATGAATATTTTCTATTGGTTTGAACAATGTAATATCACATTCATATTGTTTCAAATTATCTGGGATATAATCTGATATTAATATCAATTTAGTTTCTATTCCAATTTTTTTCCAAGCTTTTTTAACATAAGGATATAAACCATAATAATTATCATTCAAATCAGAAGCCAACAGACAAAAATCAATGTGCATTAAAAATGTATATATAACCATGAAAGAAAAAAAATGCGTGTATATAATTTGTATTTGAGTGCAATTGAATAATATATATATTATGAAAGTTGCTTATTACGAAGAGAATAACTATCATACAGAAATTTTAGGAGTTTTTTTGTATTATTGTCAAATGAATACCATTAATATGATAGTATATAATGATTCCGATAAATCTGAATACATTGATTATTACAAAAAAATTCATAATTTTGAGTTGAAGAAAATAGATGAGATTAAGAAAGAGTATGATGAATATGATTATATAATTCTGGGAACCTCGTATTCTGTTGATCGTATTAAAGATATATATAGTAAAATATATTCCAAAATGATACCAGTCTGTCATTTAAAAGAAAATATAGTTTCTGATCAGCAATGTATAATTTTAACACCATTAAATGTTAAAAATGCCAGTTGTAACTACATATTACCTATACATAATTTCAATCCAGATACATCGATTCAGAAGAAAAAAAATATTTTCACATTAGTAGGACGATTCAAGGATAACAATAGAGATACGGATGATTTGATAAACAGTCTCAGCAAATGCAATAGTCAGAATTATGAGGTTCATTTATACGCCAGACATGTGAAATTTATTCCAAAGAGAATATTTGAATATTCAACACAGAATCCTAGTAAACTTAAAATTTTTTTAAAAACAAAAACTGCGATATTAGAGAAAAGAATTAAAGAGAGTAAATTTTTGTTAACTCTCGTATCAAAAAACAGCTACTATCATAACGATAGATTATCAGGAGTGATACCTCTTGCATTCAACTATAATGTACCCTTAATAATGGATAAGAATTTGAACAATATTTATGGTTTTTCATCTTGTTTGACTTATGATAATTCTTTATCTGAAATTTTGGAATATGCAATTGAAATGTCTGAAGATGTTTATAATTCTAAAATAAAAGATGTGATGTGTGAGAAAAATATAATAGTGAACAAAAACAACATAACATTGAGTAAAATGTTAAAATAAATAATAAAATGTATAATATATGAAAATACTTTTTGTGGAAAATATTAGTCTGGATAAAGATAATCCAATGTCAACTTTGTATCCATTGAGATGTAACAAAATAAAGGAAAATATAAATTTTGATACGTATGACATATCCAAAGATTACAATAAGAAAGAAAATTATACAACTGTATTATTCGGAGCAAGAAGTATATATTTATATAAATGCTATAAAGGGAAAGAAAAGATAAAATTAAAATCAAGAATTGAAAAACTATTGGATATCCCGAAAAAATATTTCTTAATACAAGATATGCATCCCAAAACATACGGAAATATAGCAGAGTTATGTAATTTCTTGAATATAAACAAAATTAACGTAATTTTCACGTTCTTTAATAATTCAGAGGCAAAAACAATAAGGAATTTGACACCGAATTGTCAACATTATCATTTACCATTACATATCGATTCCACTATATTCAATTTCCAAAATTTGGAAAAAAAATATGATATATTGTTGTATGGTTCCATTCATCCAAGACACTATCCATTCAGAAATAAATTATTTAATTTATTGTTGGCAAACAAAACTAAATACAATATTTGTTATATTGAAAAGCCAGAAAATTTTGATCCAAATAAATGTGAAAAGGGATTAGCCAAATTAATAAATGAATCCAAACTGACAATTGCTACTAAGAGTAGATATGATTATTTTGTGGCAAAATATTTAGAGATAATTTTTTGTAAGAGTTTGGTTGCAGGTAATATGGCCACAGACGGTATAAGTCTGTTTGAAGATAATTATTTGAAATTAGATGAAAAAATGACTGATCAAGAAATAATTGAACAAATAGATCAATGTTTAAAAAATTATGAAAATTATACAAGAAAAATAGAAAATATGTATGACAAATCGTTTTTAAATTATAATATGGATAATTATGTTGGCAAATTACTTGAAATATTGACGTTAAAATATTGACGTTAAAATATTGACGTTAAAATATTTAGAAAAAAATAAAAATGTATAATAAGAAATGAAAAAAATTGCTATAAATTTTTCAGGAGCATTAAGATCATTTGAATATTGTGCGGACTCGATTATGAACAATATTGTGAATGAGTTAAGAAAAGAATACGATATATATATGTTTGGACATTTTTGGATTTTAAAAGAAGTCGGTGATATGGAATACAGTATGAAATGGAAGATAGATTATAAAAATTCTTTCGATAGAGTACAGAAATTTGGGTTTAATGATTATTGTGTGGAAGAATATAATCAAGAATGGGAAAAAAAAATAATAAGTGGATGTTATGGTAATATTGTTTTGGATGAGTATGAAAAAATAGAGAATAAAGAAGAGAAGATGAATTATAAGTCATATGCTGTAAATAGTATGGGTATGTATTTTAAAATATTGGAATGTCAAAAATTAATGGAAGAATACGAGATTGCCAATAATATAAAGGTGGATTATGTCATAAGAATGAGACCAGATTTTTATTGGAATGAAAAGTTTCCGTTGAATATAGTAAAAAAAATAACCAATAATGATATATTACTAGTCAAAGATTCATACTGTGTACGAGCGAAATGGATGGGTAATGACAAATTTTTTATGGGAACTTCGTCAGTAATGAAGAAGTATTCGCGTGCATATGAGAAAATAAAATATTTTTTCGACAATAAAATAAGAATAGAGGGTCAAAATATAGCTAAATATTATATAGAAGATTTAAAACTAAATATTTTATTTTTTGGTGATGAAAAAACTTACGATAAAGCCACAGGAAAATTTATAAAACAATTATTAGTGAGGAATAAGAAGTTATCTTCCGATACAGATCAATAGTTCTTTAGCTCTTTTAACACAATTTTCATTATTGAAAGTTATTTTTCTACATTGTTCCCGATCGATATTCAGATTACCTATATTTTGAATAGCATCAACATATTGATCAACAGATGCCATATATGGTAGGATGATACCATTTTTGCCATTTTTTACAAGAAATAAATTATTGGTATTTTCTTCACATACAATTGGTATTCCAACAGAACAATATTCGAGTATTTTAGCATGTCCAGCCTTACTGATAGCATCTTCTCTTGGTCTAACATCTGAAAAATCAATACCACAATAAGCAAAATGTAGATATTTATGCATATCCTTATGTTCATATGGATAATGAATAATAATGTTATTTGAATCATGAAATATTTTTTCTCTTAATAGATCCAAATGACAAGAATTAATAGCTGAACATTTCATAGGAATTTCACCATTTGAACCAGGAATAACGAAAGATCCAGGAAATATATGAAGTTCATAATCATTTCCTAATTTGTTCATTATGTCTTTCATAGTAAATAGGATTTTACCAGAATCTGTTTTTATTCTTCCCATATAAACAATTATTTTTTTGTTTTTATTGAATTCAGTTATTTTTTCAGGATTATTGAGATAATATAGAGGTATAAGGGCTTTATTGTTGTCTAAATTTTTATAGTTTTTGACACAATAGTCGTGATTTGTTGTGTAAGGATTTGTTAAATTCTCATAATTAATGATTTCATCAGAAATAGCCATATTTAAAACTACTAGTTTGTTTTCTGGTATATTTCTTTGCAATGCATCATTTTTAAATTCGATAGTTTGAACACAAATATAATCAAATATATTACAAGCCCACTTGACCACACAAGAAGTAATAGCTTTAGTATTAAATTCTTTTGAAACATATTTTCTGAAATTTTTGTCAAGTATCCATTGAATACTATCCGATTTAACCATAATTTTTGTTTTTTTATCGTGATTTATTAAAAATTGTTTAAAAACAGTGTAGTTTTCCAATAATTCAGGAATAAGAGCTTCCCTGACAATAATAATTAAATCTATAGTGTTCAAAAATTCTGTGTGTGCTTCTAAAATATTAATAAAATTAATGTTATTTAAAAATTCTGTTTTGCCTGTAGTAAGAAAATAAACTTGACAATTATTTTTAGCCAATCCATGTCCCAAAAATAGTCCTTTATCCAGACTGAAATGTGATATTCTCTTTTTTAAAATATCGTTTAGATCATTGATTATAAATATTCTCATTCTTGTATATATATTAGTAATAACTATAAATTTGGTGCATTGTGCACACTATATGAATGAGTTCAATCGTATATATTTTTTTTGAGTATATACAATATATGAAAAAAATATTGGTTACTGGAGGTGCTGGCTTTATTGGTTCACACGTTTGTGAATTTTTATTAAAAAATAATTTTTGTGTAAAAGCATTTGACAACTTGTCCACCGGAAATAAGAACAATATTCAACATTTGTTAAAGAACAAAAATTTTGAATTTGTATATGGAGATATCTGTAATTTAGAAAATATTAGAAAAGTTTGCAAGGATATTGATTTGATTTGCAATTTAGCAGCTATACCCAGTGTGCCAAGATCAATTGAAGATCCTCTTACATCACACAATGCAAATGTGAATGGATTTTTTAATATTTTATTAGTGGCAAAAGAAATGAATATAAAAAGAATTGTATATGCAAGTTCATCATCAGTGTATGGAGATAATGCTGTGTTACCAAAAAAGGAAGAAAACATTGGCAATCAGATGTCTCCGTATGCACTGAATAAATATATTGATGAACTTTATGGGAAATTATTTGGAAAGTTATATGGTTTGGAAACAATTGGATTAAGATTCTTTAATGTATTTGGCCCGCGTCAAGATCCTTTATCCCCATATAGTTCTGTTATTTCCAAATTTATAACAAATTCTATCAACAATGTACAATCAACTATTAACGGTAATGGTGATTATTCTAGAGATTTCACATATGTTGACAACGTTGTTCATTTTATTTATTTGTCATTAACAACAAATAATGAAAAATGTTATGGTTCAGTGTATAATGTGGGATGTGGAGATAACATAACTATTTTAGAATTATATAAAACAATTAACGATATATTAAAAAGTAATATGGATCCACTTATAGGAACTGTCAGAAAAGGTGATGTACCTCATTCCTGTGCTGATATTTCCAAAGGTCAATATGATCTTGGGTATTCAGTCCAGAAAACATTTAAAGAGGGAATAAGAGAAACAATTGAATGGTACAAAACAAATCACAATAATATTTGATTATTTAAAGCAAAAAAATACCAAAACAATTACTAATACCATAACAGCAGAAAAAATGTAGTATAAGTAAGTATAATCATTGTTTGAATACACAATAGGATCAGTGAGATTAGTAAAACTTTGTATTTCTTCTTCTGGGTTCGAAGTTTGTTGAATCGGGAATTTATTGTATTGTATAAAAGTATTTTCAGATGATGATGCATCTGGCAATATATTTGGTAACATACCAGGATGTACATCAGGATATATATCGGGCGATATACCATAAGGGTAAGGATAATATGGATATTGTACAAAAGGTGGATTATAATAGTCATTCAAATTTAATGAACCACGTGGACCGTAATAATCAACGAAATAGGGATAAGAATCATTGTATCTAATGTAATTATTATCATTGTTGTTTATATAAACATCTCCGTGTCTGTTAAAATTATGTCTCGTGGGGCCATAGTTATAATGTCTATGGTTTCTATTATGAAATTTTGAGCTTCCAGATCTATAATTATGGTGATCTCTTCTATGATTACCATAACTACTTCTACCACCACTTTCATGACTATAACTACCTCTACTACCACCACTTCTATGTCTACCACCGCTTCTATGTCTACCACCGCTTCTATGGCTACCACCAAAAGTTTCTATAACTAATTCTTTATTATTGTATAGCATATAATAATAAAATTGAAAAAATCTTTTCCTGATGACAATATTAAATCAAAAATGTATATATATAATGTTTCACAAAGACGAAGTAAATAAACTGATTTCCAATTTATTGGAAGAATTAAGAAAAATCACATTTGAAAAGAGAAGTGCCGATTTCTTTGAATCTCCCAAGAGTTCTATTGGTTATATTCCTGTCCATAATTATGTTGACAATAGTTGGACATCATATTATGACAATCGAACTTACAATAACACTGATACTTTGAGATGTAGAACCAATTCTAGTAAAGAAAAAGATGATAAAGAAAATGATGAAACGGGTAATCATCCAATAGTATTTTTAATGGCAGCAGGAGCATTATCATTTGGGGCAGTATATTTATTTGCCAATGATAATTATCGTAAAGTATGCAATAAATTTGCTGAAACTGACAAGATGATTGAAAAAATTAAGGATAAAACAAAAAATACACCAATGGAAAGCAAATGTAATGAGCTGGCCAATATGTACAAAGATTTTAAAGACAGTATGTTTTCAAAATACAAATCAACATATTATTCAAAATGGGGATTCATATGTTCTTTGTTGTTATGTCTAACATATTTTTATCCATTTGGTGTACCAGCATTATTTCCAGGAATTTTGGGCTTGACAGGTTTTGGTTGTTATTGGTTCTGGAATTATTTGACAAATGATGATTATGACAATGTGACCTCCAAATATAATATTTTGACAAGTCATCTACATGATTATAAAAATGAGCTCGAAAAACCAGATATACCTGTTTTCAATCCAATGTGGAATAATATGTATCCAAGTGCACCAAATTATAATATGGGATAATTTTTGTTTATAAAGTAAATATATCTACGTAAATATGTCTACGTAAATATGTCTACGTAAATATGTCTACGTAAATATATATAAGTGTAATATATAATGACAATACATGATGAGATGGAAACTTTAAGAAAAATACAAGAAGGATATTCAATATCAAGATTTGGGGATGGAGAATTTAGATTAATAAATGGAAAGAATATGATATTTCAGGATTATGATAATCGCATTGTTAGATTATTAAAAAAAATATTATCACAAGATAACATACCAAAAAAATTACTAATAGGAATACCCCCTTTTTACAAAAATAAAAATACTTTTTATTGTCCGGAAAGAATAACCAACAAAAAAGTAGAGACATATTGGAGAAGATATATGAATAAAAAAGAAAGCAAAAATATAGAAGATATTATAAATTACGATAAAATTTATTATTCATCATTCATAAGTAGAATTGAGTCATTTGAATATTGTAAAAAAAAGTATTTGGAAGAATTATCAAAAATTTGGAATAAGAGAAATGTAGTTTTGATAATGAACCAAAAAAAGTATTCAGAAGTAAGTAATATAATAAAAAAACATTTAGATACGGCAAATATATTAGAAATTATATTTTGTAAAGAAAGAAATGCATTCGAATATTTTGATTGTCTACTAGACAAATGTAAAAAATTCAACAAATCAACATTATTTTTAATAATGGCAGGGCCAACAGCAGCAGTATTATCATATAAATTATGCAAATCTGGATATCAATCTGTCGACATTGGTTCTTTTTTTGAAATGTATGGTCAATAGTAATATTTTTTAGTTGTCTATTTATATATAGACATGAATTTGTTGTTAGCTACGTATAGAAATAAATGGGAAAAAGATATATTAAGAAGTTTTTATTATCTTATCAATATTTTGACAAAAAAATACGGTTATGTATTAATAGATTTATCTGATTATTGTTTGGGCTCAAAATTTACTGATGTTTTGAAAGATTATCAAAATGTTAAAAATGTATTAGTAATAGAAAATCACAACGAAATATTAATTCATGATATATTTACAGATTTTTACGATAACAAGATAAGAAAATATTTATTTGCAGATGATGTTCATAAATGTAGGGAAAAGAAAAACCAAAATTATTATGAACATTTTGACAAACTGTTTGTGACATATTATGAGCCATTTTTGAGTATGTATCCACATATTGATAAATCAAAAGTAATATGGTGTCAACATGCATATACAAATGATTATCTAATTAATTTTAATGATAATCCTCAACCCAAGATTTTACTTAGTGGTGCAATAGGAACAGCATATCCATTTAGAAAATACATGTTAAAATTACAGAGAAGCGAATGTAAAAATCAGATAAATTATTTAAAACATCCTGGTTATAAATTATTTGACTATGATGATGGAATTAATAAAGTAGGTAAAAATTATGCTACAATGTTAAATTCTTATTTATGTTGTTTTACTGATTGTTTAGTGCATGGATACATTGTTTCTAAATATTATGAAATACCAGCAACGGGATCTTTATTGTTAGCGCAAGATCCTCCTGGCGACAAGTTAGAAAAAATTGGTTTTATGGATGGAATTAATTATATTAAATGTGACATGAACAACGCTAAAGAAAAAATAAATTGGATTCTCGATAGTAAAAACAGGACTAAAGTAGACGATATTCGGAGGAAAGGTATGGAATTAGTGCGATATAATCATTCAATAGAAAAAAGAGCAGATGTTATAGTACAGAATATAAATAAAAATTGAAATAAAATGAATAAAAAAATAAATTAATTAATACATTAAGCAAAATGAAAATATTTCTATTGTCAACAATATTTATAACAATATATGGCATATATTTCCACATATATGCTGTGGCTAAATATATATTTTTTATTAATTTTGGATATATAATATTAAAATATTTTGTTCCGCACATAAGAGCAAAAGATTTTTGGAAGAACAGTACACAAAGTTTAACAGTTAAAATTTCAGATTTAAATAAAATGGAAGGAGATAATTCCATATATTTAACTCGATTCAAATTTTCTGGATTGATATTATATGTTTGTCATATAATATACGGGTATATTAACTATTTTTTTGATTTCATAAATATATTTTGTCTACTAATATCTTTTTTCCAAATATATGATTATAGAGATTTTAGATCTTTTATACCATTGAGTATATTTTCAACATTATATTCAGTATATTACACTTATACAGTATCAAAGTTAATAAGAGAACAAAATAGCATAAACAGTGAAATGTTTATGAGAAAGCCAATAAATCAAATAAAAAGAGGTGATATATTAGAATTAAGTTACCAAGATAAGATACCTGCAGATATATTAATTTTGACTGATGATTTTCATGTTTCAACAAATGAATTAGAATTATCAGGAGAAAACATTGTGTTAAATAAAAAGGCCTTATTTGAGGATTATGATAATAATCAATTATTAAAGTCAAATATATGTATTAATCAGAAGAAGAATAATGGTTTTATAGAATATGATAATAAAAAATACAAATATGATGAGAATAATATTGTATTCAGGGGAACAAAAATGTTAGATGGAAAATTAAAAGGTCTAGTTGTAGAAATAGGTAATGATTGTATGATATATAATATTGATAATCGAGTATTGAAGGACAAAACTTGGTTGTATAAGAAGGTAAATAACATAACTTTCAATAATTTATATTATTTGTTGATAATATCAGCTTTTATTGCAGGAGCATTGAAATATGTTTATCCACAAAGAAAATTTATATTTTTAGTGAAAACAACAGTATTATTGTTAAACACAGTTGTACCATTGAGTTTACAATCATTCTATAACGCATGCACCTGGATTTTATCGAGAAAAATTCAAACTGAAAACAATGTGACAATAAACAGCCACGGAATAAATTGTTTTGAGAATAATCCGAAATATGTTGTCACAGACAAAACAGGAACAATAACAAAAAATCAATTGAAATTAATTCAAGTTATAAATATTAGTAATAAGAATAATATAATAGAAAAGAATGATATAACAAATTCATCTAACATAAACAATTTTTTTGATATAATGTCATGTACATTAATAAATACTCACAGCACAACAAAACAATTATTAAAAAATGACGAAATGGAATATTTGTTATTAGAATGGTGTTGTAAGAATAATAAAATAAAAATAATGAATAATAATTATAACGAAATAAATAAAAATTTAAGTTTTTACAAATATAAGTTTAATAATAAAGAAGAGAAAATAAACAAAATAATTTATAAAGGTTTTGATTATAAATTAGGAATAAAATATTGCATAACAGAGAAAGATGATATATATACTCTAAACATACAAGGAACTCCCGAAATGATAAATTTATACACCAATAAAAATTTGATAAATGAAGGTGAGAAACTTTTGGATGAAGTTTCGAATAATAGTTATAGAAGAATTATTTGTTATGCGAAGAAAAATATTACATCCGACACATACCTTGACATAAAAAATAATTGTAATATAAATGAATATTTGAAGGATTTTGAGTATGCAAATATATATGTATTTGAGGATCAGGTTATGGATGATTTGGCAAATCATTTTGATAAATTGATGAAAAATGGCAAACATATAACAATTTTGACTGGCGATAGACATAGTAGTTCAGTGGAAGTTGGTAAAATACTTGGAATGTGTGACGATATGGTGTTAATAGATAAAAAAGAAGATATGAATAATATCGATAAAACAGTATCTTTATCGGTAAATGGCAAAATATTTAACGAATTAATAAGAGAAGAAAAATTTAAGAACATAATTTTGAACACCAATAAAATTATAGTATACAGAGCAACACCAGAAATAAAAGAAAAATACATTCAATATTTAAAATTTGCGGATGAAAAAAACCAAGTGATGATGATTGGTGATGGATCGAACGATATATCAGCAATCATGAGGGCAGATGTCGGAGTTGCTGTTAAGGGAGAAAGCAACCAGATACAAAATATTAGTGATGTTGTTATAGACAGTTGGTGCAAAATACCAGAATTATTAAAGAATTTCAGTTATAAAAAAGAAATTATAGAACATAATGTAAAGTGGGTATTGACTAAACATATAATGACAGCAACAATTTTAATGACAATGTTATTAATATCAAATTATAAAGAAATAAGAGATCCAACAAATCCTTTTCACATGTTGATATTAAACTGTTTATTATTTGTGTGCATGAGTATGTTTAGTTTTAACAATAATCTAAGAATTATAAATAATCCCATAAATGAAAAGGATTATAAAACTCATATTCACAAGGGTATAATAGTTGGTATGATTATTGGAACAATAGTATTTACAATATTTTCTGTGAATATTGGTATAATAATAGCGATTATAGCCAAATTTATTTATTTATCATTAATTTTGTAGAAAAAATTGAAATAATAACTCTATAAAGACTTAAACATATGATTATTTAGTATAAACAAACATGAGCGAAATTTTTCAAGGAGCAATTGGTATTGATTTGGGCACAACTTATAGCTGTGTAGCATATTATGACACACAAAAGGGAGCAGTAGAAATTATTTCAAATGATTGTGGTAATAGAACTACTCCAAGTTATGTTTCATTCACTGAAACAGAAAGATTGGTTGGTGATGCAGCAAAGAACAATGCAACAATGAATCCTATAAATACAGTATTTGATGCTAAGAGAATGATTGGTAGACAATTTGATGATCCTTTACTACAGAAAGATATGTCACATTTCCCATTCAAAGTAGTTAATCAAAATGGTAAACCTGGTATTAAAGTTAATTTTAAGGGAGAAGAAAAAGTTTATCAACCAGAAGAAATTTCAGCTATGGTTTTAGAGAAAATGAAAAATATTGCAGAAAGTCATTTGGGTAAGAAGGTAAATAAGGCTGTTATTACAGTTCCAGCATATTTCAATGATGCTCAGAGACAAGCTACTATCGATGCAGGTACTATTGCTGGATTGAAAGTTTTAAGAATTATCAACGAACCTACATCTGCAGCTATGGCTTATGGTTTAGATAAGAAAGGCAAAGAAGTAAATGTATTAATCTTTGATCTTGGTGGTGGTACTCTTGATGTCAGTTTATTGACTATTGAAGATGGTATTTTCGAAGTTAGAGCAACTTGCGGTGATACTCATTTGGGTGGTGAAGATATTGACAATAGATTAGTAGAATATTGCAAGGAAGAGTTTAAGAAGAAACATAAAAGAGATATTTCTGACAATCCAAAGTCATTGAGAAGATTAAGAACTACTTGTGAAAGAGTAAAGAGACAATTATCATCATCAACTACTGCTACAGTAGAAGTAGACAGTTTATATGACGGTATTGATTGTAATGTTCAAATAACCAGAGCAAAATTCGAACAATTATGTATAGATATTTTCAAGAAGACATTGGAACCAGTAAAGCAAGTATTAAAGGATGCAAAGCTTGACAAAACTCAAGTTGATGATATTGTATTGGTTGGTGGTTCAAGTAGAATTCCAAAAATTCAAGAATTATTAAAAGATTATTTTAGAAAGGAATTATGCAAATCTGTTAATCCAGATGAAGCTGTTGCATACGGTGCAGCTATTCAAGGTGCAGTTTTAACTACTTCAAAAGAAGAGAAAGAAAAGGATGAAAAATTAAACAAAGTTGTTTTGCTAGATGTAACACCCTTATCTCTTGGTATCGAAACGAATGGTTCAGTTATGACTGTTATGATTCCAAGAAACACAACAATTCCTCATAAGAGAGAACAAACATTCTCGACTGCTGCTCCAAATCAACCCGGAGCAACAATCAGAGTATTCGAAGGTGAAAGACCATTGACGAAAGATAATAGATTATTAGGCCAATTTGATCTTAAAGGCATTCCTCCAGCACCAAGAGGTGTACCACAAATTAAAGTTTGTTATGAAGTTGACACTAATGGTGTTTTAACTGTTACTGCAAAAGTTGAAGGAGTTGGCAAAGAAGAAAAACTTAGAATTGACAGTACAATGAGAGGTACATTATCGAAAGAAGAAATTGATAGAATGGTTAAAGAAGCAGAGGAAAATAGAGAATATGATGAAAAGGTTAAAAGAACAGTGGATGCTAAGAATAAATTGGACAATTTCTTGTATACAGTAAAATCAACAGTTGATGATCCAGAAATGAAATCTTTGAATGATGATGAAAAGAAACAATTAAAGGACAAAGCAACTGAGTTCCAAGAATGGCTAGATAGTCATCCACAAGAGGATGCAGATGCATATGATAAGAAATATGAAGAGTTTAATACTTTCTATAAACAATATGCAATGAAAATGTATCAATCGGCTGGTGCCGGAGCTCCACCATTTATGCCACAAACTAACAATGCAACACCAGATGTTGACGTGGATTAAATAAAATTGAAAAAAATATATTAAGATTTAGTTTATAATTATTATCTATAGTAAAATTAAATTAATGTGGGGTTATATTGTTTCTGCAATGACACAAAATAGTAATTATGCTTTAATGAATGTTGAAAATTTATATAAATTTTGGATATTGACAATGGAAACATTGAATGAAGAACAAAAGAAAAAATTTATTGAAAATCTCAAATTTATAATGGGTAAGACAATTAGTGATAACTTTAAAAAGAAAATTTTTGACAAAACACCAAAATCAGAATTATTAAAATATTTTGATAATTAAATAAATCGTCAATAAAAAGTTTAAAATAATAATATTATTTAAATATAAATGTCAAATAATATTATGTCCTTTTTGCTTTATTTCATCTTCACATAATAAATGTAATCATAATTTTAATTATTGTTTTTTTATCAATGTTTGAATAATGGAATAAAATTATATTCTTCACCTATTTCTTTAATATCGATTTTACCAGTAATAACAACTAAAAATAATGATTTCTGATACTTTTTAATCAAAATGTTTTTTTATTTTCAACTTGTGAAAAAACATTATATTGTACAATTATTATAGAACATTGAATGAACAAACATTCACATAAATATAATCATTATATTACATATTTTTGGTTAATGAAACAATTTGGGGGGAACAATTTAATGACTCAGTCTGGAGGAGCAGGTAAGAAGAAATGGACGACTTTTCACCATAATGGAGTATTATTTCCCCCAGAATATGAGCCTCATAATGTTCCAATTATATATAATGGAGAAAAAATAAATTTAAATCCAGAGGCAGAAGAAATAGCCACAATATTTGCAAAATATACAGATACTGAATATATGAAAAGCAAAGTGTTTAAAAAAAATTTTTGGAATGATTGGAAACAAATATTAGGAAAAAACTCACCGATACAATCGTTAGACCTCTGTGACTTTAAATTGATATATCAATACGTAATAGACGAAAAAGAAAGAAAAAAAAATATACCAAAAGAAGAAAAAGAAGAGATTAAAAAAGAAAAAGATAAAAAAGAGGAGAAATATAAAACTGCTATTGTGGATGGAAAGCCGCAACCAGTAGGTAATTTTAGAGTAGAACCTCCAGGAATTTTTATTGGTAGAGGATGTCATCCCAAATTGGGTATGATAAAAAGAAGAATTTATCCTGAGGATATTACTTTGAATTTAAGTAAAGATGCTCCAATTCCTGAAACGTTAAAGGGTCATCATTGGGGAACTATAGTTCACGATAGAGATGTTGAATGGTTGGCTTCTTGGAAAGACGATATAACTGGCAAAATAAAATATGTTTGGTTAGCTGCCAGTTCAGATCTCAAAGCCGAAGGGGATAAGAACAAGTACGAAAAGGCCAGAAAATTAAAAAAACGTATTAAGGGAATTAGGGAAGAAAATGAGAAAAATTTAAAAAGTAATGATTTAGCGACCAGACAAATAGCGACAGCATTATATTTCATTGATGCATTGGCTTTGCGTGTAGGTAACGAGAAGGGAGCTGATGAGGCGGATACTGTTGGTGTGACCAGTTTGAGAAAGGAGCATGTAAAACTTTTAGATAATAATAAAATAACTTTACACTTTTTGGGCAAAGATAGTGTGCCTTACACTAACACTGTTGAAGTTCCTCCCCAAGTGTACCAAAATTTAAAAGAGTTTGAAGAAAATAAAAACTTGGATGATTCTTTGTTTGATAAAATTGATTCCAACGACGTCAACAAGTATCTACAGACATTCATGAATTCACTCACTGCCCGTGTATTTAGGACCTTTAATGCCTCGTATTTATTTCAAAAGGAATTAAATAAAATAACCAGGAAATATGATGGATTGGATACTCCAGACAAAATAAATATATTATTGGACGAATTTAATCGAGCAAATGCTAAGGTCGGGGTGTTATGTAATCATCAGAAAAATATCAGTAAATCGTTCGATAATCAAATGGATAAAATAAACGAAAAAATTAATAACATTAAAAAAAAAATAAGAAACCTCAAAAAAAATGCAAAAAATAAAGAAAAAATAGAAAAACTTAAAAGAGATATTGAAAAATATAAAATAAAAAAAGAATTAAAAATGGAAATGAAAAATATTAGTACATCAACTAGCAAACTAAATTACATAGATCCCAGAATTTCGATTTCATTTATGAAGAAGCACAATCTACCAATTGATAAAATATTTAATAAGAGTCTGCAGGAGAAATTTAAATGGGCTTTCGATGTGGACTCCGATTGGCAATTTTAATTGTTTTTAATTTTACCTTTTACTATAACAGCTTTTTTAGCCAACAATTATTTATATTTTGAAGATCAGTATATTGCGGAGACAAAATATAATTTTTAATATAAATTTCATACAAATCTCCTTTCAGCAAAAGTTGAAAAAATTATTGTTAAAATTGGTTCAATATAGTTTAAATATATAAATGTCAGCTGTAACCAAAATTATAGATAAAATTATATGGAAAAGTGATTGGGAAACAAAATTTGGCAATACTTTAATTTTGGACAAGTGGAGAGAAGAGTCAAAAATAATAGGAACAGATGACGATTTTAATATGGCAATAAGAATAATACGAGCAATGTTAAACAGAAGAATGAAAGATAAAGATGGTAATTATGTTTCAGATAGAGAAATACTTATCCGAGGATTAGATGATAGAGAAGAATCGTCTGATGAAGAATTAGACTATGATAAAGTGAGTAAAACAGTTAATCCACAATCAAGTAAGAAAACCAAAAAAAAAAAACTAATCAGGTTTTATACGATTCATTATATTATTCCAGAGGAAATGAATTAGTTGATTTTTTAAGGAGTTTCAATGATGATGGATTTAAAGAGATTTCAGAAAATTTCAAAAAACAAGTTTATGAAATTGAGAAAAAAACTAATTTTTATCATCCGGGAACTAATAATAAAGTTCTGGACATTATTCATCCATCATTATATTGTTATGTCAAAGGGGTGTCTCTGAGAGATGGTAGATTAGAATCACAAGAAGATGATGTAAATAAAAAATATCAATGGCTGCCATCAGAATTCACAGTAGATACTAACAAAAAAGTAAAGATAGGATCATATATAAATAATTTAGATGAAATAGCGCATAAAGATTTATATGATTCTATAGGACAAATATTTGAACAATTCATTCCTCATTTTGAGAATTTGTTGGGAACAAATTTAACTGGTAACTGTCAAGTGATAACAAAAATGTCTAATATTATTGTAAATAAAAACAGTCAAAAATATGATGGAGGCGTTTGGCATTTGGAAGGTACTTCTTATGAAAATATAATTGCCACTGGAATTTATTATTATGATGTGGAAAATATAAAAAATAGTAATTTAGAATTTAGGAAAGCGATAAGTCATCCAATAAATTATCCTCAAAATGATGATTATTACGTTGAGAAGAAATATAATATAAATGATGGCGATGAATTAAACAGATATCTAGGAAAGATATCTACTTCTGTAAAAGGCAGATGTATAGTTTTTCCAAATTATATTCAACATAAAGTTTCTCAATTTGAATTAAATAATAAAAATAAAGATGGAACAAGGAAAATTTTGGTTTTCTTTCTTGTGGATCCAAATAAGAAAATAACTTCGACTGCAAATGTTCCGATTCAACAAAGACATATTATTAAACATCGTCTTAATTTAATGAAATTGAATATGCCAGATGAGTTAATAGAATGTGTTCTTGATTATATGGGTCTAATGACAGACGATGAGGCTCAACAGCATATGTTGGGACTAATGTCAGCCAGAAAATATTATATAGACCATATAAATGAAGAATTGTTTGAAAGGGAATTTTCTTTATGTGAACATTAAACACTGACATTTCTAATAGAAAGATAGTTTTGTTTAATATTATTTTTTATTTGGGTTTCAATTTGAAAAAATTCCTTAACGACATATCTTGTTTGAATATCAATAACAGTTACGCTATATCTGGCACTATTTTTATCATAGTTATAATGAAATATAGAATCATTATAATAAATTTTAAAATTATTATGATGATCAATAGCTTTATTTATTTTTTGTAAAACATCCATTTTATAATATGATGTCAATGTAAAAGATTATTAATTGTTTATAAATTCAATTTTTAATATATTGAGACTTTATTCAGTATGACAAGATCATCTGTTTTTTTTTCATTATTTTTTTTTATAGTTGTTAAAAAACTAAGCAATCGTTTTCCATTTGCAGCTTGATCATTTGTCGAATCCTTTTTTTTAGTATTTTTAATATAAGATTCTAGAGTGCTTACGTGATTGACATGTAAGATGGGTGGTATATTGACAACAAAATAATTTAAACTATGGAAAATGATTCTTTCAGGAGAATTAGCAGATATCTTGAAAAAGAATTTTTTATTACCATCAGTGTCAACAATATCAGTCAAAATTTTTTCCATACCAGACCTGTTAATAATATAGCTAGTTCCACTATAACAAGGATATGGTTTCAATAATTGTAATCCATTTTTAGAATATGATTTTATGTTTGCTTCTGTCAAATTATCACCATCTTTATTGACTATGACATCATAATAATATAATTGTATTACTTGCCAACCCTTTGGAGCTTTACTAATAATATCTTTCAAACTGTGAGGATAAACATTCAATAAATCCAAATTAAAATCATCTTCAAAAATACAAACTTCAGATAATTTATTATCATATGCCTTTTTAATAGCTTTCATATGCGAGCAAACAACAGCAATCAAAGAATTAGTAAAGTTGGATTTATTAGATTTAAATTTAATAGAATAATTTTTTTCGAATAGATCTGTATTACGTCCATCAACTGCTTCGATTCGGAGATTATTTGAATAATTTTTGAGCTGAGAAGTAGAACTATTAAATCGATCAGTAGAATCATTTAAATTGATCCAATATATTGGGATCGATGAGAAGAAATTTTGCATATATTTTAATAGATTATATTAACATTTTATTTTTTAAGCTTTAATTAATTCTAATTTAATCAAATAACGTAAAAGTTCTTCTTTGCTCAATGGATTGAGAGTACTATTATAATCTTTTGGATTATTGTTAAATATTTTTCCCAAATATGTTGGTTTTATAAAAATATATCCTAAATCATCCTGTGTTATTCTCATAGATTGTGTTTCATTTATTAATGATTCCAGCATTTTTTCTCCAGGTCTTAGTCCTGTTATTACATATTTTTTTTTATAAATTTCACAAAATATTTCAATTAGATCTTTTACTTTCATAGAAATTAATTTTGGAATAACAATATCACCAGAATCACCATTTAAGATAGCATGTTCAATAAGATTTACACTTTCATCTAATGTCATAACAAATCTGGTCATATCAATATGAGTAAGTTTAAATTCTTTTATTAGAGGATCACTGCCCATTTCATGAAGTATTGGAATTATGCTTCCTCTAGAATTTAAAACATTACCATATCTAACAGAAACGAATTTGAAATTTTTATTATAAAAGGATTTTTCAACCACTAAACTTTCGGATATTGCTTTAGCCATACCATAAACATTGACAGGACTACATGCTTTATCTGTGCTAATAAAGCACACTGTTTCTAAAAACTTTGAGAATTCCTTTGTTTCTTCATCAATAGAATCAAGAACATTTTTTATACCATTCAAATTAGTTTCAATGCATTCATGAGTTGCAAATTCGCATTGGTCAATATGTTTCATTGCAGAAGCAATAATAATAATATTTGGTTTTTCTTGACGAATAGCCCATTTAACTCTTTGTTTATCTCGGATATCTCCAATGATAAATTTTAAATTTGGATTATTATGGTAAGCTAGTCTCATTTCCCAATGTTTGCATTCGTCACGTGAATAATTGACTAAAACATTATTTGACAAATATCTCTTTATGATTTGATTTCCCAATGAACCTGAACCTCCAAAAATTAATATTGTTTTGTTTGATATCATTATATTATATATACTATATAAAAAATAGTGAAATTAGATGTGGTTTAAATGTGACAAATTTACACTGTAATATATTATATATTCAAATGAATCAGACAGAAAAACCATTAATATCAATTGTTATGGCATATTTTAATAGAATAAATCAAATTCAAAGTGCATTGACCAGTATATCCAAGAGTAGTTATAAAAAATTTGAGGTGATAATAGTTGACGATGCGAGTAATGAAATGCATAATTTAAAAAATTTAATAAATAATTATGATTTTCCAATTAAATTGTTAATTATAAAAGAAGAACAGAAAACATGGAAAAATCCGTGTGTTCCTTATAATTTGGGATTTAAAATGGCAAGGGGGGAGTTTATCATAATTCAAAATCCAGAAATATATCATGTGGGAGATGTGTTAAGTTACGTTTCAAAAAATTTACAAGAAGGTACGTATTTATCTTTCTCAGTATATAATTCTCCTTCTCCCACCCATAACAATGAACTAACAAAATTAGACAGTCTCAACAATTATGCAATAATAAACGAATTTATAAATAAAATAAGATATGAGGATTTTGATTTTGATTATGATTTCTATATAAATTCGTACGATGATATAAAAAACTTAAATATTGTCGAGGCAATGAATCATTGGAATAATATAGGTATAAAAGAAAGAAGATTGTGTAATAAAAATCACATTTTCCATCCAAAAGCTTATATTCAGTGGAAAGGATGGTACAATCATCCAGTTCATAATAACAGACCATATCATTTCTTATCAGCTATAACAAGAAAAGATCTTAATAAAATAGGTGGGTTTGATCCAATTTTTAAAAATGGTATTTGGTATGACGATGATGATTTTTTGAGTAGAGTATCGAAAGTCAGCAATGTTAAAAATATCGATACAAATGATGTATTTGGAGTTCATCTTTATCATGAGATGGGTTCGGCAGATCAAATGAATCAACCAAATTTCAAAACTCTGAGAGCCATAAACAAGAAATTAAGAAGAGCAAATATAAAACATAATATTATTGTGGCAGATGTGGGAGACCCAGAAGAGTACAAAAACTATGAATTGATTGAAAATAAAATTGAAAAGTAAATAATTAAAATTATCTATAGAAATTTAATAAGAAAAATGATAATTGATATTTTGAATATCATCAATAGTTTTTTGTATGTAAAGGATCAATACAAATTAAAACTTTTAAATAAATTTGTAAATGATAACTTACTATTGTATTTTGGAAGACAAAATAATAAAAAATCCACAAAACTAATTACTGAAGGATTCCTAAAAAATAATCAAAACATTGTTGAATTATATCTAACAGATAATATTGTCATAAATAATCTTAACTTTATGACAAAATTGAGATATCTGAAAATTGATGGATTGTGTCATGTGGATTGTTTGTCAATAAACGAATTAAGAAAAATTTATTTTCTAGATTTGTCATATAATATTTATCTGACAAAATTGCCACCAAGCGATATCAAAATATTACGTTTAGTTGGCAATGACAAGATCACGGACGAAGATATAAAACATTTAGATTTATTTGAATTAAATTGTTCTTTTAATTACAAAATAAAGAAAATATCAAATTTCAGAAATCTAAAAAAATTAATCATTCAGTTTAGAAGTTCAATAGATGAGGAAGAAATAAATAAATGTCCAAATATCGAATATTTAGATATAACGGCAAATAAAGATATAAATTTAGATTTAATACACAATAAAAATTTGTTTATAAAAAAGTGATTATTTAGATTTTTTTAATTCAAGGTATTTTTGTTTATATTTTTTGTATTTATCATAATAACCTCCTTTCACAATGTTATTAACAGGAGCAAAATCACTCCATTTTTTATTATAATAAAATTTAACATCTGGATTAACATAATCAATAGATTTTTGAGCAAAAAAACTAGTATAATATGACGATGCCGGTACTAGCAATGCATCATCTTGAGGAACTTTGTCGTTGTATATAGATACTTTTTCATCCTTATTACTTTTTTGTTTTTTTATATTTTCATAAATATTTTCGAAATTTTTGTTCATATAATAATTAATTATACCTTTTATGCTTTCAGTACGACAAATATCATAGTTAACATACTCAAAATTTTGAAAAGATTGTCTGATACTAATTGGTAAATATTTTTGTGAGTTAAAGTTCAGATGCTGAAAACCATTAAAAGACATTGCATTGTAAGAAATTATTTCTTCAAAGACTTGAGTGTTGGTTACATCAGAAATATTTGCAGTAGGATATTGTTGATTAAAGTATTCTTTCATGACTGATCCATGAGATACACACAATATTTTGTGATTATTTAATCTATTTAAGAATTCCGGTAATATTTCTTCATAAAATTTTTCAAAATTGGAATGTAAATCTTTTCCTGAATTTTCTATTTTTTCCAATATTGAAAAATCAACTTCGGGTCCTCTTATAATATTAGGTTTTAATAAGTCGTTTAATCTATCAATTTTTCCTTGTACATTGGAGTTGAAACTATTTCTGGCTTCAACAACAGACACAATAGCACGTTTCATGTTACATAAAGTTTTATAAGCAATTTTTCTGTGACCAATGCCTATCAAACCATAGTCTGTAATATAGCCTTTTGGTCTACATTGTAATGCTTCAGTTATTTCATTTAGAACAATATTCAATTTAATATCAAAATTATTGTCTGAAGAATTTCTCGACATAATATCATCTCTGATATATCGTAACGTAGTAATGACTTCAATATCGTCATAGTATTCAAGCCAATTGGTTTCTAACCAGTCTTTAATAAATTTTATTCTTTTTTTCAAATCATATGAACTTACAGGTTTATTTTGATAGTCATCTATAGAGCCAATACCAACTGATGATGATATGTTTAAGTGTTCGCTTATGTATGGCACAACATATATTTTGATATTAGGATAATGTCTAAATGCCATTAATGCTGTCATGATAGTTCTGGTCAATGGTGATACAAAAACGATGTCATATGGTAAAGTATTCATTTCATTTTCCACAAATTTTAAATCCAACATTATGGCATGCTGCATTCCAATAAAACTTAAATTTGGCTCATAGACAAAAGCACTTTTATTAGAACTTACAGTTAAATTTGATCTACTGCCTTTCTTTCCTTGATAAACTGGAGGATCAGATATAATTTGATATCCAATATTCTTTTCATATTTCTCTTTTGGAAAATTATCATTTACAGTTCCTTGATCATAATTAGCACAAGATTCGGCATGTCTCACCCAATCTATTATAATATTTTGATTACCTATCATTATATATAGTTAAAGATAACAAAAAAAAATATGAAAACAAATATTATAATAATGGGAGCTCAAATTGATGATATTGAAAATGTAAATACTACAAAAATACATGTAAAAAGTATTAATTCAACAGTTACTCATCGAAAGAGAATAAAGAATACGAATAATCAAATAATGAATCATAAATTAGATGACAGACAGTATACTATTTCAAATGTTTCTAGTAGAATACCAGTCAACAATATAAATAGAACAGTCACACCTAATTTAGCATTTAGTCAAGATATACAGAATATAAATAATATAAACAGACAATTACCTAACAATAATATAAATAGACAACTGTCCAATAATAATATTAATAGACAATTACCCAATAACAATGTTAATAGACAATTAATATCAAATTTATCTATAACCAACAATACAAATGCAGTGGCAAATTCCAGACCAAATGTATTGGTTAATTTGAACAGTAAACCAGTTGATACAGCACCCTCTATATTTAACAACAATCCAAATATAAACAGAATAAATAATATAAATTTAAACAGATCTAACTGTGTCAATTGCAAATAGTAAAGAATAATTTATACAGTCAATATATATAGTGTATGAATAATATAATTGCTAACATAAAAAGTATACCAGATGTGATATACACATTCAGTAAATGTAATACATTGCATAAAAAATGTTTATATGACTTGGTCACTCGGATGAGATTAGAAAATATAAATATTGTTAATAATGGCAAAATATTAAGACAGAGATCATATATTAATCCAAGTAAAATGGAATCAGATGAAGAATTGTATGCATCTATCATAACACAATGTAGAATAAATAAGATATTCATGGTTGACGTTTTCACTCTTTATTATACGAATTTGTATAAACTCAAAACTCCAAAACCTCATATTATACCAGACATATATAAATACAATACTAAAAAAACCAAAGAAGACAAGATTACTATAGAAAATATTGCAATGCTTATACCTTCGGACATATTATCTAAAAATTTATTGCTCAATATTGGTTTATTTCCAGATCATACTTTTTCAATGATATATGCAAATAATAATCTTTATATAATACAGTCTTGGATATTTCAGTACACACAATGTATATTTAAATTTGAACAAAAATATGGAGAGTTATTTTTAACAATGTTTACCGAAATATTAAAAACAAAATATATGAAAATTATTAATGACAAACGAAAATATGATACATTGGATTTATTTTTTGCACTCTTTTTTCAGTATAAAAGAAAGAATTATTTTTTCGGAACAAAAGAAAATTATACAAAGTGTATGTTTATCACTGTGGACGATAGTTTGTGTTACAATATACCAGAGGAAAGATCAATAATGGTTTCGCATTATAATTTGGATGATACATACAAAAATAGTTTAAAACAATATGAACAATATGGCAACGTTTGTAGCGATGGACAAATTATTGATAACACTTTAAACAAAACAAAAAAAGCACAAACTTTTGGTAGTTCAACTTGTGAGAATATAATCAAAATTATGAAAAGAAGGAATAAAAACAAATCTAAATCAGAAACAATATTTAATATAAAATATGAATGTTTTGAATCTTTAATAAATTCAAAGGAATACACATTGTTCATATCCACTGATAAAAATGCACCGGAATTGATATTAGCTTATCAAAATTCGGATTTATATATTATTGTAAGTGTAATTGGCAAATTTATATCTTTGTTTAAGGATTTATTATTAAACAATAAATATAATGATCTGAAGAATATGTATTTTAGTGTGTTAAATGGAACTGAGATTCATGAAGATTATGTATTCTCGAAAATTAATGATGGCGCTATGAAAGGTGGTAAGATAAGTGCTAATTTAGAAAGTTCAGTGACATTGAACAATCCTATTATTGATAAAAAAATATATGAAAAAAATATTGATGTAAATGTTGATGTGAATATTGAAATAAATCTGGAACAATTTAAAAATAATGTTGTAAATGAAATTAGAAAAAATAATAATAAAATAAATGATGATATTGTTGAGTTAATTAACAAATGGGTAATCAATAATAATATAATAGAATCAATTACCAATATGTTTGAAAATATGCCAATGAATATGTGTTATTATCATTATAATAAAATAATAAACAAACTAACATCAAATATAGAAAATAATCAAGAAGTAGAATTGTCTGTTTATGTTTTATTGTCATGTATACTGTACAATTTAGAATTAAACGACAGTAATTCTATATTGGTTAATAGTCTAAAAAGTGATTTAGAAGATGAATATATAATAGTACGTGACGGTTATTATGACAAATATATAAAATATAAACAAAAATATATTAATCTTAAAAATAAAAAAATCTAAATTTTGTATTCAAAAAGTTCTTTAACTTGTGATATTAAATTTTTGATTTTAAAAGTAGAATTAGTTTCATAAACAGTACTTATTGTTTTGTCTATTTTTTTGTCAGTATAAAATTTATTGACAGTTATATTCAAGCCATAAACTTCATTTATCATATTTAACAGTTGATATTTATTCACAGCTTCTGGAGTGAATATATGACGTACACCAGACCAATATAAATTTTCGGTAATAATTCGATGAATTATTTTCGAGAGCTCGAGACAAGTCACACCATTCCAATAATGATTTGCATAACCATTTATTTCTTTTTCTCGATTTTCGATAACCCATTCTAAGAGTGATCGTTTATTATACTTCTCTTGACCAATAATTGATGTTCGAATTATGGTACAATTACAATACTCACCAAGAGATTTAGAAATACCATAAGAATCAGTAGCATCATGTAAATTATTTTCGTTATAGTTGCCGTCATTTCCACTAAAAACACAGTCAGTTGTGATATGTATCATTTTTGACTTATATTTTGAAGCAATATTACTTAATAATATTGGAAATATAGAATTGATTTTATAGAAATCTCTTTCTGTCTGATCTTTGGAGGATGAAGGTATAACACCTGCCGCGTTAATAATAACAGTATTTTCATCAATTCCGCAATTTCGCAATAAATTATCAAGAGATTTTTCATTCAAGTTGACCAAATCGTATTCTTTGCGAGTAATAGGAATTACATAAACATATTTCTGAGATATATATTTTTTAAGATAATATCCTAACATGCCATTTGAACCAAAAATAATGGCTTTCATTATAAATGTAGAAAAAGGTTTATTTTTAAATAATTTTTTGAAAAGCTAAAGTATACAAATATATGAAAATAGCGATAATTTTAGGAACTCGACCAGAAATTATAAGGTTATCTCTCATAATAAAAAAATGTAAAGAAAATTTTGACTTATTATTAATACACACGGGACAAAATTGGGATCATAATCTAAATGATATATTTTTTGAGCAATTAGAAATACCGAAACCTAATTATTTTTTAGATTGTAACAAAGGTAATTTGGGAGAAAATATGGGATCAATTATACACAAAACATATGATGTTTTACTAAAAGAAAAACCAGATGCATTGTTAGTTCTCGGTGATACAAATAGCTGTCTTTCCGTAATCTCGGCGAAGAGATTAAAAATTCCAATTTTTCATATGGAGGCAGGAAATAGATGTTTCGATTTTAGAGTGCCAGAAGAAATAAATAGAAAAATAGTAGATCACACATCAGATATAAATTTATGTTACACTGTTAATTCCAAAAATTATTTAATTAATGAAGGATTTACAAAAGATAATGTATTTGTAGTGGGTAGTCCGATGCCTGAAATAATGGAGTATTATAAAGACAAAATAGACAAAAGTGAAATATTGGAAAAATTAAATATTAAACAAAAAAAATTCTTCTTATTTAGTATTCATCGTGAAGAAAATTTAGACCTAGATAATAATTTGATAAGCATAATGAATTCTATAAATCACATATGTGAAATTTATAATATGCCCGTAATTTTTTCAACACATCCTCGAACAAAAAAAAAGATTGATGCATTGAACATAAATTTAAATAATAATAAAATGATATTTAGTGAACCATTTGGATATTTTGATTATGTTCAATTAATTAAAAACAGTTATTGTTTCGTTTCGGATAGTGGAACTATATCAGAAGAAGTCGCATGGTTAGAAACACCTGGTGTGACACTCAGAACTTCCATTGAAAGACCAGAAGCTGTTGAAGCTGGTAATATTATTGTGAGTGGATTAGAAACTGATAATATTATTAATTCAATAAACTTTGCAGTAAACAGTGTAATGTCTTCAATACCAAATGATTATACAGTATTAGACACATCATCAAGAGTTATTAAAATTATATTAAGCTATCATCATATTGTGAATAAGAAAGTTTGGTTTAAAAGTTAAATATTTTTAAGTGATTCGTATTTGATATTAATATTTTATTGTGTTTCGGGAAAAGTAGTTAACAATATTATTTAGGTAAAAGAGGAATATAATTAAAACACAATGGAAAGCTTTTTATTTTATAAAATTTTTTTAGTATTTGTATTGTGTTAAAATTATTTGAATAAATTCTATCAACATATTCACAAAATTCTATTGACTGGACATTTATAATTTTATTTAACTCTTTTTCTTTGATATTATTGTATTGTTTTATGATATCATTCGCAAATACGTTTGATATAAAAAAATATTTTGGACAATTGAATATTTTGTATGGTTTACGTTGTGTGGGGCTCATAAATATGATAAGATTAGGATTGCCCGAAAAATATTTTATACACTCGTAAACATTGTTTTGATTGCTTATGTGGGCTATATTATTATATTTGTTAACTACATCATTTGTTTGAATTATTCCAAATACTTTATGATTATTATCTGACAACCATTTTATAATATCTAACGTATAATTTAAATCAGTGCAATTGTCATGAACCACTAAAATATTTTTATAATTTTTAATGCTTTCGCCAAACATTTTAACGTTTCTATGTCTTACCTCTAATTCTACATCATCAACATTACTCCATTTTATACAATTAGTGCATTCACCATTGTGAACAAGAGGAATATTCATTAATTCAAGTTCTTGAGCAGTATTTGCATTCCCATCATTTTTTGTTAATCTCAATGCTATAAAACATTGAGAATATAATTCTGGCATTTTTTCATGGGGAACTTTTGTTTTGTTACTGAGGATATATTTGAACTCAGGTAATCTTTTCATCACTTCTTCATATATTTCTTTTCCATAAATCCATTCTTTGCCAGGAGTAAAACCATTGTATATATATACAGCTCGTGCATTAAAGTTTTCTATTGGTTTAAATATTTGAGGATCCGCCAAGTTAAAATTAATTCTTTCGTGATCAAGTTTAGCTTTGTCTAACCGTGCTCCCAAACTGTTTGATATGGAGAAATGTTTTATGTCATTTAATTGTCGTATTTTCTCGACAATCATCATTGAGGTTTTAATTCTTTCGTCAATATCACTACCTCCCCAAATAATATATTTAATACCCTTATGTCTTTTAGCAATTTGTAAATCCTTTGTGTCATACATTCCGTAAATCAACAGCGGTTCCTCTTTATCACTATAATCAATAAGGTTATATAATTTTTTTATTCTATCGAAATGTTTTAACGAATTGCTGATATGAACCTGATAAATTCCTCTTTTATTAAATTCATCATTATAATTTTTTATTAATCTGTTTTTTTTTATTTTAGTTCTTTCTTGCAATATTATATTGTTTATATTGTTCAAAACATTATTTTGTTCTTTTATTGTAAAATCATAAATTTTGAGTTTATAATCCTTACCTTGAAAAAATATTCCAATGTTCACAATATCATTTTTACCTTTTATTTCAATAACACCATATCGTTTTTTGTCTGATTTAAATATTTTATCATCAAAATATTTCTTTTTATCGTCACTTTCGCAAAATAAAAAACATTTGTCACCTTTTACCAATTTAATATAATATTGAATACGGTAAATCAAATTAAATTTAGTAGTGATTTTAAAAGAAAATCCTGACAATTTATTTTTAGATTCTGATGTTATTATGTAGTTGTTCATTATAATAATATTGCATTTAAATTCCCAATAAAATTTTATATAACATTGATATAATGAATAAGACAACAGTTGGAGTAATTGGATTAGGTTTTGTAGGCAATGCTATTTTTGAAAGTTTTAAAATTAAAATCAAAGAACTAGAATTGACAGAAAGTATTTTATTGTATAGTTATGACAAATATAAAAATGGAGGTATTGGCAATTTCGATGAATGCTTGAAATGTGAAATATTATTTTTAGCACTACCAACATTATATAATGATATTTTAAAATCATATGAATATGATTCTATTTATGAAACATGTGAACTATTAGAGAAAAATAATTTTTCTGGAATTATTGTAATAAAATCAACTGTGGAACCATCTGCCACTGAAATGTTCAGCAAAAAATTTAACAAATTACATTTTATTCATAATCCAGAATTTTTAACAGCAAGAACTGCATTTCATGATTTTCACAATCAGTCTCATATTGTTATAGGAAAAGGACCAAATTGTCCAGATAATAAAATCAATCTTGTGGTTGAATTATATAGCAAATTATATCCTCAAGCCAAAATAAATATTTGCAAATCAGTAGAATCAGAGTCTATGAAAATATTTTGTAATAGTTTCTATGCTGTCAAAATACAATATTTTAATGAGTTATATCTTTTGTGTGAAAAATTAGGTTCAGATTATCAAAAAGTAGTTGAACTTATGTTACAAAACAATTGGATAAATCCAATGCATACACAAGTTCCAGGTCCTGATGGCAAATTAAGTTATGGTGGTATGTGTTTTCCTAAAGATACTAATGCATTGTTACAATTTATGAAAAAAAATAATAGTCCTCATCAGATTTTAGAAGCAACTATAACAGAAAGAAACGAATTCAGAGAAAAACCATCAAATTAAATTGTATGTATAAATTTATATATATAATGACAACAAAATATCCATTAGTTTCAATTATAATGACAGTATTTAACAAAGAAAAACATTTACAATCATCAATAGATTCTATTCTAAATCAAACATATCCAAATATTGAATTAATAATAGTAGAAGATTGTTCAACTGATAACTCAAAAAAATTATTAAAAACCTATGAAAATAAGACAAATGTCAAAATAATATATAATGATGATAATATTGGCTGTTATGCTTCAAGAAACAAAGCACTCAAATTATGCAAGGGAGAATTTATTGGATTTCAGGATGCTGATGACTACAGTTTAAAAAAAAGAATAAAAAAACAAATCAAGCACATAATAAAGAATAAATTATTAATGAATAGTTGTAATATTGTTAGATCTAATTTATTAGAAATTAAAGGAGATGAAAAAAAAAATTTATTAGAAATAAAAAAAGATAAGTCTAAAGAACATTTTGGATATGTGACATTATTAATGCATAAAAGTATTTTTGAAAAGTGTGGTGAATTTGTTGAGAGAAGAAAAGGAATGGATATGGAATTTGGAGAAAGGATATTTTTTTATGAACTTGGGATTAGTTTTGAGGGCAAAGATAGTTGGTCGTATTATAATTCACAGAATAACAAAATATATGCTAAATTAGAAAAATTATTATATATATGCCCAAAAATGGATAAGAATAATATAACAAAATCAATTAAGGACGATATATATTTAAAAAACAAACTTTGGAGACAAGATTATAAAAAATTGAAAATATAGTAATTTATGATATATAACATTTAATATAATAAAATATTGTGATGTTTGCAGCGAAAAAAAGTCTGTCAAGTCAGGTTAAAAAATATGTGTTATCAACAATACATGCAGTCGTTGGCAAAGAAAGTAGCAATATATTGGTTTTGGATAAGGATACATATGAGTGTATAACATCATTATTCACTAATAACGAATTGTGTGAACAATCAATATTTTTTGCGGGTTATTTAAGTGACACTGAACAACCACTCAAAATTAGTGGTATGAAAACATTATGTATTTTAAATCCAAGTGATGAAAATTTACACTCACTCAAAAAAGAATTAAATTGCAATCCAAGATCAAATGAATATTACATATTTTTCACAGATTTCTTGGACTCAGAAACATATTTGAAATTTTCACAAATTATTAACAAAAAAATTAAGAAATTGAGTGAATTGTATGTAAATGCACGATTCAATCATGATCATAGTTTTTATATTTCAGACGGATATTGTGCGGATGAAAAGAAAATATCAAATACTCTTTTTAATTTAGCTTTAAGTCTGAATGCTCATCCACAAATAATCGTATCTAAGACACCAAAATGTGAAAAAATAGGTAATATTCTCAATCAAAAATTCGTTGAGAATAAAGATGTAAGCAATAGTCTAAGCAAAAAGAATACTTTTTTCATATTGGATAGATTGAACGACATGATAACTCCACTATTAACTCCTTGGTCATATTTGGCTATGATGCACGAATATTTTGAAATAAAAAATAATATTATTCAAGTAAATAAAGAAGATATTTACATAAATCATGATAAAGATAAGATTATGAATGACAATCGTTTTTCCAATTATGGAACATTAACTGAGAATATGGTAATATACACAGAACAATTAAAAAACGAGAATGATAAAATAAATAATTTGAAAGATCAAAGAAATATCAAAAAATTAGCTTCTGAATCGTTAGAATATATTGATTTCAGCAAAAATGTGTCAAAACATTTAAATATAACAAGTTTAATGTCAACACAAATCAAAAATAACGATTTATTTTCCATAAGTGGATATGAACAAGATTTGATATGTGGAGATAATACGTGTTTAGACACAATGTTCAAAATAATAAAAGACATTATGACAAAAGACAATATAAAAAGTAATTACAAAATCAAATTATGTTTGTTATATCTGGTTAGATGTGAATTTGATAAAATAAGAATAGAAAACATTAAAAAATTATTTATGGACAAAACATTATCACTTGAATTTAATAATATATTGCAAAATTTTATGACAAAATTCTCTATTTATAACATTGTCAATATACCAAAAAATAAAAATAAAATAAGTAGTTTTATATCTGACATATTCTCTAAACAAATAAACTCAAAAAATCATCTTTTAAGACATAAACCTCCTATTAAAAAGACAGTAGAAGATTATCTTGACGGGAAGAAAATAAGTGACAAGCTCATGTGGATTAATCACCATCATCAGGCCCCACACAAGATCGAAAATATAATAATTTTTGTGAGAGGTGGTGTGACATTCGAAGAATTAAGTTATATTAGTCAATTGAATAATAATTCTTATGCAAATATATATTTAGGAGGAGATTGCTTTCTGAATACAGAAATAGCTTTACGTCAAATTAATTTATTGTAATTGATATTTCCACTTATTTTTTTTCATAATTTTCATTATTTCTGTAGTTTTTGATGACGGAGCAATGACATAATATTTATCAATTCCACAAGTAAAGATTTTAACATTTTTTATATATGTTAGGGGGTCTATATCTGAGACATTAAATAATATTATTTTTGTTGCATCATCCTCATATTGTTGTTTGACATGATATATGGCTAATATATTATTATCGATTTTAACTGTACATTCCAAGATTTGGTCTTTAATAGAAAAAATTATTTTTGAGTTTAACAAAGGAAGAAAACTTAATTCATAACAATTATTTTTTTTTATAATTGTAAAAGGAAACTGATACAATACGAATGCTTCTAATATTTCGTACAGTTCACAAAAATTTAGTTTTTCTATTTTCTCAAAAATAATTTCATCAAGATTTTCGAATATTCTGACATATTTGTTATCATCATAAACTATTACATATGAATCAGAACTTTTATAAATTTTGTTGAGTATCATATATATACTTATATATATTAACAAGAAAGAATTTCGATTGATTCAGGAAAAGAGCTGGAGTCTAAATGAGCAATCAGATCAGTAGAAATCCATATTTTCAAAGGACATTCTTTTGATCTGGTTTTCCATTTGTCTGAATGAGTTATCAAATAATTTAAACCTTTTATTCTGCCTAATATTCCTGAATATTTGGAATTACCTTTTCTGGTTCCTGTAGGATGTTTCAACAACCATTCACACTTTAAAGCTGAAATTTTATCAGGAAATCCAGTAATAACACAATAAAATTCATTTGGTCTCATCATATTAGTAGCCTTTGCGCCACCAACTAATATTCCATTGTGTTGTCTAATTCTTCGTTTGACTGAATTGGTGGATCCAACATATGTCCTATTAGGATATAGAGGATTTTGAGATTTAAGTATATAACATGACCAACAATCTTCAATCAAATTTTCCATCGTATTATAATATAAAAATTGAATTTATTATGCTAAAAATCTTTATATTAGTTTATATTACAAAAAATGGCATCATACTTATATAATAATAATAATGCGGATTACAGAATTAAAATTACTTTATTGGGGTGTTCAGGAGTTGGAAAATCAAGTATAATCGAAAAATATATGTACGATGTATTCAATTACAATATACAAACTACCATTGGTACAGCATTTCAATATAGATATGTATCAGTAGATGACAAAAAACTAAAAATTATTATAAATGACACAGCAGGACAAGAAAAATATAATTCCATACCAAAAATGTATTATAGAGATGTTAATGCATTTGTCATCGTGTATGATGTCACCGATAAACAAACATACGAAAATTTAGAATACTGGTTAAGAGACGTCAAAGAAAATGGTAACAGTAATTGTGATATATATGTTATAGGTAATAAGATTGATTATTGTAAAGAATTAAGAATGAATACTCCAGAAAAAATATCAGCTGAATTGAAAGACATATGTGTCAAACTATTAATTCCAGAAAACTCAACTCATTATATGGAAGTTAGTGCATTGACGGGTAATAATATAAATCAACTATTCGACACCATTATCAACAATTGTATAAATGGAAAGAAATATGATAATATTGCAAAAGATAATAATGTTACAATACAAACTGAAAAGAGTAGTTGTTGCTAATCATAAAAAATTGAATCTAAAAGTTTAAAAATTGATTCTTATTAAATATTATTATTATACTAATGATGTCAAAATGTAGTTTTAAACAGTACAATGAGTCCGACAAACATAATATAGAAAATATTAATGATCTAAGAATATTATTGGTAGGATCGAACAATTCTAACAAGTCACATATAATTAAAAATTTTTTATTTGAAAATGAATCAATTAATGGCGATAATTCAAATGAAACAAACGAAATCTTTACGCTTATTAAGGAAACAAAATTAAGTCTATTAAATTGTGATTTTGATCTTAACATAAAGTTTGTTTTAGACAAAGTTAATATTTTAGAAACATGTAATGTAAAATCTTATGACATAATAATTTTGACTTTTGATATTAATAACTCCAATGAATTTACCCATATTAAACAATTTTATGGGAGATTGGAAAATAATTATAATGGTTTAATTTTCTTTGCTGGTATAGATAGAAGCAAAGATTATTGGTCATTATATAATAGGTTTAAGAGCGAATACATATCTGAACTTCTGAATAAATTTAGACATTATTATTATGAAATAAATATTGACAAGTTTCAAATTCATAAATTTTTTTCGATAGTTGTGGAAAAGTTTATATTTAGTCTAATAAACGATATAGATTTAACTAATAACAATTTACCTGTAATGTTACAGTCAATTATTAAATATGAAATGTCAAAAAGAAAGTATATTAATCAAATAGCAGAATTAAACACTATAATAAACAACCATAACATTAATTACAAAAGAATTGTTAAACAAAGTGGAGAATTTGAATTTAAAAATATTTTCTTAGAACAACAAAATAAAAAACTTATTCTTGAAATAGAAAAGATGACTGAAAATGAAAAAAAAATGTCTGACATGATAAGAGAAATGAGAGATAAAATCGAATCACTTGAAAATAAGAATGAGATTACCATAAACAGTGTTTTGACTAATGACAGTTTATCCAGTGAAATGACTAGTAGTTCTGATGATTCTGTGAAATTAATACAAGAAAATATACAAAATGATACTAACATATCGATTAATAAATTATCAAGTAGTAGTTTATCAAATTTTCTCGATAATAATTATTTTTAAAATAAAAATTGAAAAAATATTTATATTGAATAACAATAATATTAACTGTATTTATAAACAATGAATACAAATAATAGTTCTCAAGATGATCAATACAAAAAACTGATCGAAAATTATATGTCAAAATTATCACCAAGTGAACAAAAAGTGTTTATGGATAATTTAATGAAAGGTCAAGGTGTTGAAAAAACTCCTAAAGAAAGACTTCGAGAAAAAATAGAAATGGCCAGATTCAATAGATTACCAAAACAGGCTAAACAAAAAATAAAGGACAAATTTAAAGATGTTGTTGATCCAGTTCCCGAACATAGTCAATGTGAACCAGGATGTAAACACAATCATAGTGTACCTCCTAATTCACCAAATTAAGCAAAAAATTGAAATTATAATATTCAAAAATTTTATTTATCAATATTATCACATAATGAGTCATCAAAATTATATTTTTTTCTTCTCTCACGACAAAGATCGTTATAACACAAATCCGGACAGAGCAGTTTTTTCTCAATGGGCATATTCAAAATTTACTGATAATAATGCTATCGAGTATAATTCTTGCGAGCAATACATGATGCATCAAAAGGCATTGTTGATGAAGGATTTTGATATTGCAAAAAAAATTTTAGCAGTTAATATTTTAAACAATTTTTTTAAAGTAGATAGTAGTAAAATGGCCGAAATTAAAAAATTAGGAAGATTGGTAAAAAATTTTGATCAAAAGCTTTGGAACCAATATAAAAATAAAATTGTTGAGCATGGTAACTTTCTCAAATTTTCTCAAAACAAAGATCTCGAAAAAATTCTGTTAGATACTAAAGATAAAATCTTAGTGGAGGCATCTCCATATGATAAAATATGGGGCATTGGTCTTAGTGAAGAAAATGCCAAAAAAATAAATCCAAAAGATTACAATAAATATGGACAAAACTTATTAGGTCAAGCATTAATGAATGTTAGAGAACAATTAAGGAAAAAAAATTGAAAAAATATATATTTGTGTACATTTGTGAATTAATAATCTATAACATGATACATCCAGTTATAGGAGCAATTATAGGAGGATTTATAACCTATTTATTTTGCAAAATATTTGACATTGAAACACAAGAAAAGTCTGCCATTGTAAGACTACCATCAAAAGGACAAATGCTCATTGGATTGGGCATAATTTTTGGTACTGGTGTTGGTTTTGGATATTCAACATATAAATTAACAAATGATAAGTGAAAAATTGAAAATAATTCGCTGAGAATATTTTTTTATTATATATTATAATTGTAAGATGAACATATTATCAATTTGTGGCGGAGGCGTAAGAGGTTTGATACCTTTATATGCATTAAGAGAAATCGAGAATAAATACAGTAAACCGATTGCTCAAATATTTGATTATTACGCAGGAAGTTCTATAGGTTCTTTAATAATAGCGGCATTATTGATCACTGATGATGGCATAAATCCTAAACACAATTGTGAAGATCTTTTTAAAATGATAGAGAAATTGTGCAAAGAAATATTTCAAAATTCGTGGTATTATAGAATGAAAACTGTATATGGATGGATGGGGTCCAAATATCCTACTAATAATTTGGAAAAATTACTCAATGAATTTTTTGGAGAAAGAAAATTAAATGATTTGCTGAAACCTGTCTGTTTCCCATCTTTTGATGGATTAAACCAAAAACCTATTTATTTCACAAAAGAAAAACATGGTGATTTGTTCATAAAAGATATATTAAGAGCTACAACTGCTGCCCCCACATATTTTGATCCCAAAGAAATGGATATTGAAGGAATAAAGATGAATTGTGGCGAAATAGATTTTAGTAAGCAAAAAAGATTGTTGTATGATAGTGGCATTGTAGTTAACAATCCTGCATTAGTTGCAGAATTGCATGCAACACATAACATGCAAGTCATTGATAAATCCAGAATTTATGAGTTGTGTTTGGGGACGGGATATAGTAAAGTACCACAACCAACAAATAATGGAATGTGGGGATGGGTAAATAGTATAATTGGTTATTTGTTCAGTGGATTTAACGAAAATGAAATGTATCAATTATATTTAGCATTAAAAGAAGACAATATTATGTTTGTTAATGTAGAAATTGAGAACCAATATGACCAATTAGATAATGCCTCAGACGAAAGTATTAAGTACTACACAAAAAAAATAGAAGATTGGTTTAAAAATAATGATGAAAAAATGTACAATTTTATGAATAAAGTTGTAGCAAACAAATAATTTTTTTTATTTATATACACATATATTATTACCATTAATATATGCATAAAAAAATCGTCGTTTTTACTAAAGATAATGATTTATTGTCTAAAATTAAAAATAATTTACCACAATTTGAATTTACTGATGAAAAAGAATTAAACGAAAATAATATTGTTTTAATTTTAAATGAAAAAGAAGAAAAAATAAATGAGATCAAAAAACTTTATAACAATAAAATTATTATATCGAATTACAATAGTCTTAGTCAAAAATCGATTGATTATAATGAAGTAATGTCTGAAATAAGAATTGCTTATTCAAAAAAAATAAATAAGAAAAATATAATTGTATTGGGCGAAGATTTTCCTGGTTATGGAGGTTATGGAACATATTCATATAATTTGTATAAAAGGATAGAAAAATATGACACTAAAATGATATATTTTCTGTTGTCTCAAGAATATGACAAAAATATAAAAAATCTGAATAACAACAATATTTATACTATATATTTACCGAATTTTTTTCAACTTTATGATCAATCAAAGAATTACGATTGTAAATTTATAATAGACTATCTCAAAAAAAATAATTTAGATGAATGTCATACATTAATAAGTATTTCTCCAGTTACTCTCAAATTGGGAGAATTATGTTTTAAATATGTGAAGCATTATTACAGAAGTGGTTCAGCATATTTTGACATAAATAAATTAAACCAAAATTTGAATTTGTGGGATATAAATCAAAATGCTTTTAATGACATTATTTATAAAAATTATGTGTCTGAACATTATTACCAGAATAAATTAGTGAACATATTGCCAAATTCTCCATTCGTTCAAGATTTTGAGACAAAAATAAGTAAAAAGATTGGAACTCAAAATATCATAGATGATTATTATATTGGAATAAATAGTAATCTTAATATGAAAATGAGGATTGAGAAAAAATATGATATTGTTTGCGCTATATCTGTAATAGAAAGAAAGGAAAAAAATTTCAATCTAGTATCTGAAATTTTTAAACTATTTCCAAACAAAAAGAAATTGTTAATAGGAAAAAATTCTAAAAAGTATCAACATGTGTTTCAGAATACAGAACATCATGAATTATTAGATAATGATAAAGTAAAAAAATTTTTATCAATGAGTAAAATATTTCTGCTTACATCCTTACTTGATGCTGGACCATCTGTCTTTATAGAGTCTGTTCTCGGAAACTGTATACCGTTATGTTCTATTAACACCGGATTTTATAAAACTCTAAAAAAATATCAATATCTTGCTGATTTTGCAGTCCCAAATTACGAAATAAAACAGTGGACAGAACTAATAAACAATATATTATCGAATTACAGTAAGATAATGAGCAACAGAACATTATTCGACCCAATATACCATGAGATCAACGACTCAAATAATAGATTCTATAACAAAATAATATATCCACTCTTGCCACTAACAAGAAAGAATATTGTCTACAATATGAGTATTGTTATAATTAGAGATGATAGCACTAATTACAATAACATTACCCATCCAAACATATCTGTCCACTTTATGGATAATATCACACAAATACTCCAGTTAAAATATGAAAAAAATGTATTCATGATGAATCATAAAGTTTTTGTTTACATTCAAGATCAGTATAAGGATGTATACACTTATTTTGCTGATAAAATTAATAAATATACATTATGTGAAAATTATCTTTTTCAAAAAAAAATGATTATACCAATATTAAAGAACAATAATCTTTATTTATTGATAAACTCTGATTTGAATAATATCTACAAATGTTGTTTGAGCATGAATAAAAGTGGATATAATACAGAAAATGTTTATATATACCAGGATACATAACAGTTTTGTCAATAAATATTTCGTAAAATTTGAAATATAAATAAAAAGACAAATATTTTTTAATCTGAAAGTCATAATAAAAAATGATCAATAATTTACTTTTCATAATTTTTTGTTTACTGTTGTTTAGTATAATTTGGAATTTTATGTTTCAAATACTTTTTGTGATAATTGCTATTATTTCATATTTTGTAGCATTTTCTGTTAATTACGAAAAAACGATTGGTAGAAATTTACCAGATGGAAAAAAAATTATTCTCAATATTTTGAATTTTTCTTTGAAAATACCAAATGATATAAATATAATAAAAGATGGAGAATATTATAAATTTGATAAAAATGAGTTGACTAACTTTTTGCACTTATTTTCTTCAATATTGTCAACATTCTTTTTGTTACTATCTATTATAATTTCTCCTAACAATATATCAATTGTATTTTTTATAAAATCTATTATGTTTGGATTGCTGTTATCAGTATGTACACAATTTTTGGTTAAAATTTTATGTAAGAGATTTAGTAAAATTTGAAATATAGCGGAATTTTTGTTATTTTTTTTTAGTTTATAAATATATATATAATGTCAAACATAACTCCCGCAAAACTCGCAATCTATTATTCCTATCCATCAAGTGTAAATGCAACATTTACAGTAGGTGGAGCAGCAAATGTGTTCAAGGATTATAATCAAGTTGTTTTCGGAGCTGGTTTGGAAGAAAATACTCATCCAGATCATCAAAATACTATTGACATTATTAATGATAGTGTAATGGCAAATACCGAAGTGTATGGTTATATTGACGCAACTTTGGCACTAGACACAATTCAAAACAAAATTGACAAATGGTATAATATGGGTGTTTCTGGTATATTTATGGACAGATTTGGATATGATTTCAATGTATCACGCCAAAAGCAAAGAGAAATTGTTTGGAGTATTCACGAGAAAGGTGATAATACTTTAAAGGCTTTTGTTAATGCTTGGAATCCCGACGATGTATTTAGTCCAAATGTTGATGCCACACATAATCCAAATGGTTTAGTAACAAGATTGGGTGCAAATGATTGGTATTTAGCTGAATCATTCACTGTAATTAACGGACAATATGATGATGCTGATGTTGATAATAATGGTATAAAGGACTGGCAGGATAAGGCAGCAAAATTAGTAAATTACAGAACAACATACGGAACCAAGATAGCGGCTACAACAACTTACGATAATACAGCATTTGATCAAAATAAGATGGATTATGCATATTTCGCGAGTGTTATGAATAATTTTGATGCATTTAGTTTTGGTGAAGAAAATTTTGCTTCAGTCAGTGCACAGTTGCCATTCAGGACTAGAAAGAATTTTTTTGGAAATAATTTTGTTGGTTCAGTAGTAATCAATGGAAACACCTATTATCGTTACACAAACATTGGTATTACTATAAATACAAATGCTCATACTGTCGATACATTGATTGAATAAATTAAGAATACTTAATAACATAAAAATTTGATCTAGTTGCATCTGTTGTATATAAATTCAAATTGCTATTACCTGAAACAACTATTGCGACGTTATCATTAGTTGATAATTGAGTTAATATTGAAACAGATATTGTAAATATGAAATTACTCAGAAGAGAAAGGTTAACTGTTTGAGATGAGCTGGCAATTCGGGTCTCATTGACATTGATAGCTAATGCACTTATTAATTGTGATGAAAATGTGATTTGAGAGTTTATAGAGTAAAGTCCATTAGATGGAGATGTAAAAACTCCAGTCGAAGAATTAAACATATTTGAACTATCGTAAACTTCAGTCCAACTTGTCACTGTTCCTGAATTTATATTTTGAGGATTATTAGCCAAAAAATATAATGGATTAAATGTTGGACCTGTTGGGCCAGTTGGACCTATCGAACCAGTTTCACCAATTGGGCCAGTTGCTCCTGTTGGTCCGACTGTCAGTAAAGACTGCATGACAGTAGAAGGAGAAATCCATTTAACTCCTATAACATCATCAGACACCAATATATAACCACTACTTCCTGCAATCAGTCCTGTAACGCCATGATCACCGTTTGCTATAATTAAAGATCCATATGGATAAACCATATATATATACTTTATATATCGTTTAAAAATTTTAATTTAATATAATTGTGTCTATGACATGACTATTCGTATTTAAAAATAATCCAACGTTTACATTTCTTTTATATATCCCAGAATTTGAGTTTATATCTGTGATAAAAGTACTTCCATAAAATTGTTTTCTTGTTCGATATGGCAATAAACTGTTTGTGGCTGAAAAATTATTTTCTCCAAAGCAAAAAGCATCGAAACCATATAATATAGTGGAGAAATAAGCATAATCCATCTTTTTTTGATCAAATTGACTAATATCGTATGTTGTACAACAAGCCATTTTTGTTCCAAACACTTGTTTATAATTCTTCATTTTATCGGATTTTGATTTCCAATCGTTAACATTTTGATGTACACCATTAATTATTTGATATGATTGCGCTAAATACCAATCATCTGAATTTATAACACTTGGTGATCCATTTGGATTATAAGTGACATTAACTGAACTTGAAAAAACATCATCAGGATTCCAAGCATTGACAAAAGCAATAATACTTTTTGAATGTATATAATCCAAAATCTGATTTTGTTTTGATCTGGATACTGAAAAGTCATATCCAAATTTATCAGCAAATATGCCTTTTACCCCCATTTTCAACCATTTATCGACTCTATTTTTAAAATTATGGATTGATATTGTGGAATCAATATAACCAAATACATTAGTTGTTAATATGTTTGATATTATATTACAAGTTTTATTATGATCTGCATGTGATATTTCTTCTAAACCAGAACCGAATATAATCATGTCATAATCCTTAAACACATTAACAGCAGAATTCACGTCACCTGCTGATCCATTAACTAAACTGGGATAACCGTAATATATTGCTAATTTTTTTGGAGTTAATGTTGTCATATATAATAAATATATCTATAATTATTTTTGCCATTTTCTACTCAATCCAACTTGAAAATTCATACCACATGTAATTATGTTATTGGATCTACAAAAATCGCTGACGGTTGACTCAGGTGAATAACTACAATAATTATATTTTTTTAATTGCAAATATATTTCGCTAATTCTAAGAGCAATCTCGTAATCAGATATAGAAAAGTTGTCGGTTATCAACCCTCTGGAATGAAGAAAATCCATATGAGGAACATATATGACTCCTTCTTTAAATTCTTTGAAATCTGGTAAATTATAAACTACTGTATCCAAACGAGCCTTAATCACAAAATCATATTTAATATTATTTTCCTCAGCATATTCTTTCATCAATGAATGAGATTTATATATAGAGTAAAACATTTGAGGCATATTCTTTGTTAAATAATCATTTTTCGGATCTCCTGTTATGGGTTGATCATATTCACTAAAGTCTATGGAACCTGGTTCATCAACAACAATCTTTTTTGGTTTATATAATTCGATAATGTCGCTCACAGTATTATCAGGCATAACAACTTCCCCCAAATAACTCCAAGGGGCACAAGTAAATTTAAAATCTTTTTTAAACCATGTGTGAATAAATATGTCTGTATCATATTTGTCTCTTATTTCTTTTTTCAAACATTCATAAGATGCTGAATTATAAAAACGAGGCTGACCATACAAACATAACGCAACTTTCATTATATTAATAAGTATCATATTTTTTAAAGTGATATAAATATATAGATTGAACAATACTATAACATGTTTGAAAGTATAAGAAGATTAAAGAACAATGGATATACTCCAAAGGTGGTTTTGGATGTGGGAGCTCATCATGGATCATGGACAAAATCTTGTTTAGAAATATACCCCGATGCCAGTTATTATTTATTCGAACCTCATTGTTATAATCAATTGAGTATGTATGATAATTCGTCTAATGTAAAAATTCACAACGTGTTATTAAGTGATAAGATAGAAGCAGTTAAATTTTATGCAATGGGAAACACTGGAGATTCAATATTTAAAGAAAAATCAAAACATTTTGTTGATTGTCCAGGAGAATTTAGAATAACAACAACTATTGATAATATATTTGCTGAAACAGAAAATGTTATGGAAAATATTTTGTTAAAAATCGACTGCCAAGGAGCAGAAATACCTATATTGAAAGGATGTACCAGTATTTTAGATAAAACTGATTTTATTATTCTCGAATTACCTTTTTTTGGACAATATAATGAAAATGTCCCCAATTTTTTAGAACACATAAAATTTATGGATGATATTGGATTCATTCCTTTTGATATATCAGAAATTCATTTTGTGAAAAATTTCACTATGCAAGTGGATATTATGTTCATCAGTAAAAAACACGAGTTCAATAATAATATGGCCGAAAAGTTATTCACTTAATTTAAAATTTACTTAAAAATATAAACATATTTTTTAGCAAATGGAAAAGAACATAGTATTTTATTTAGAGTCTAATACAACTAATTTATCTGACATTTCAAACATATTGTCAAAACATTGTAAAATATATGTAGTTACTAACTCAGTCACTAACAAAAATCCAAATACAAATTATTTAAAAATAGATGAATTTGGAAAATTTCAGGAAACAAATATAATTGACATTATAATCTTGGTTTCTGGCATCGCTGTATTTGAAATTATGAATGTTAGAGCAGAAAAGATATATTGTTGGTTAAATAATGATTTCTTTAATGAATCGAATAAAATGAATTTATTGAACAAATATTCGTAAAAATTAGACGGTGTTATTGTGTCATGTGAATATCACAAACAATTAGTCGAATGTAATTGTATTTCCATAGATCCAAAGATAATCCATATTATTGGTAATTCAATAGAGAAAATTGATTTGAGTGGCAATGAGTGTTTTAAAACAAAAAATAAGTTTTTGTATATTTCAAAATATGAAACTGATATTATGCCTCTGCTAAAACATTTTAATGACTTGAGAAAGAAAATACCTGATGCTGAATTACATATTTATGCGGAAAATGTGACTGGACAACAGGACAGTAACCACATATTTTTTAAGACGAATAAGGATACATTATTGGATGACATAAAAACAAGTGATTATTGGTATTATCCCACTAACAAATATGATGTTAATTATGAATATGCATTGACATTATTATCCCATCAAAGTATTTGTTTGGGAAATAAAATGGTGGCTAAATTAGGAAATGTAATTGAGAATAACAATTATTTATCTAAAATTGAACCATATTATCCGAATTATTTTGATAGTATATTACAACAGGTAATTTCGTTTACTGAATATGAAAAAACGTTGATTAGAAGAAAGAATATATTATGGTTATCACAAAGAACACATGAGTATAGTGTTTTGGAATGGTTATGTTTGTTTGGAATTAATTATGAAACATCTTTGGATTTTAAAAATAATTTTAATACTAAAGTGTTGTACAATGATCAAAATATTAAAGAAAATAGTAAAAAGCAAGAAATGATTCGTGTAAAAATGTTATGTAATTGGACAAGTAATAATGAACTAATTAATATATGGAAAAAAATGTGTAATAATGGTTATAGATGGAATAATATTGAGATAACGGACAGTAATGATGCCGATTATTTTTGTATTGCTAACTTTCCTAAAAATAATGATTATTATGTACCGGAGAGAACAATTGTTATTCCTATGGAAGAAATGTCTCACAGAGGATGGTTTGCCAGAGAATGGATAAAACCAAAGAATTATAAATTTATGTATTATCAAGACGAAAGAAATAATATAGAATGGCATTTGGGAAAATCATATAATGAGTTGATGACTGAAGAAATTATAAAAACAAAAGTTTTGTCAAGTGTTACTTCCAGTGAGTATGTGTTTGCTGGTCACATTAAAAGAATAGAATTTTTGAAATATATTGATGATAAAATAAAATATGATTTATATGGAAGATCTAATAAATTTAATCTGAGAAATTATATTGGAGAATTAGAGTATCATAATAAAAACGAAGGTATATTGCCTTATAAATATACAATCGCATGCGAGAATGAAAGTGTGGATGGATATTTTACTGAAAAGATTGTTGACGCAATTTTGGGAGAATGTGTGTGCTTTTATTGGGGCTGTCCAAATATTGGCAAATATATTGATGAAACTGCATTTATTCGCATTGATTTAGACAATCATTATGAAGCATATAAAACTATTATTAAATCAATAAAAGACGATGAGTGGAGTAAAAGAATTGATGTGATAAGAAGAGAAAAAAGAAAAATATTAAATGAGCTTCAAATTATGCCTACAATCGAAAAAATAATTCTTGAAAGTAAAGAGGATGTTAATTATAATGATAATAAACTAAATAATTTTTACGAATATAGAGAAAAACATTTACCTTTTCATTGCGATGAATATTTGATGGAAATAATTGATAATTTGATTAAAAAAACAAATGCAAAACATTTTATAGAAACAGGATCCTATAGAGGAGCTTCCATAAGACATATAGCTGAAAATCATAATATAAATGTTTATTCATGTGATATTAATTCAATAAATTACAAAAAATCGCTTGAAAATACAAAAGAATTTCCACACGTAAAAATAACTTTAGAAAATTCCAAAGATATGCTGGTTCGAATGGCCAAAGAATTTGATTCCAAAGTTGATGATCCTATTGTTTTTTGGTTAGATGCACACACTTGTCATGAATCGTCATTAATAGATGAATTGAAAATTATAATGCAAGAATACAACAATTATTACATATTTATGGATGATTTTAAGAATCCTTATAACAGTGTTTTCAAACATAATCGCATTAATTTTGAATATAATCTAGAAACAATTATAAAAAATGGCATTAATCCGGAAAATATTTATTTCCCCAATTACAACACACGAACATCAATACATCATCCTTTAATCGGATGGGCATTATTTACTAAAAATAAACTGAATTATACTGATGATAAATTTATTAAGCACAATGGTTTTTATGATAATCATTTAATTAAAGTAATTAATTTAGAAAGGAGAAAGGATAGAATGAATAAATTCAACGAAAATCATAAATTTTTATCATATGAAAGATTCGATGCGGTCGATGGAAAAAAATTAGTAATGAATGCAGATATTGAAAAAATGTTCAGAATTGGAGAAATTCAATGTGGAAAAAGATTTAATATTAATCATGGATTTAATAGAGGCGAGATTGGGTGTGCTCTTAGTCATATTCGACTTTGGCAAGAATTATTGGAAAATGAAAAATATGATAACTATATTATTATCGAAGATGATGCTGAAGTAAATTCTAATTTCAATGCTTTGTTCAATAAAATTAGTAATAAAATGAAAAATAATTATGATTTATTGTTTTTGGGATTCCATGATGACAATGAACGTATCATAAAATTATATGGAGATGAATATGTCGATTACGATCTCGGAATACTAAAATTCTCCAAATCAAAAAGATATAACGGAGGTGGTACTCATGGTTATTGTATCACTAAAAAGGGAGCATCTAAATTACTCAAAATAATTGAAGAAAAAGGAGTTCAGCAAGCTATTGATCATTTTTTGATAGATCAGTTTGCTTGTGGAGAAGAACCATTATTGGACAGTTATAAAATATTCCCACATATTGTTGTAGCTCAAATGTACGGCATTGGAACAGTTGATACTGATATACAAAATTCAAAAGAAACACTTTTAAGTTAAGACAAAAAAACATCATTAAAAATTTTCATTATGGGTTCAGGTTCATAATCTTTATAACAATTTACACCTTTTATTTTATTATTACAGAAATCTCTAATAACTTTTTTAAGATCCATTTTATTTCTGTAGTAAAAACCATTTTTTCCCAATATTCTAATGTGTTCTTTATCATAATCATCACGAAATGTTTGATGAGTGATAATCGGTTTATTTTTAGATGAAAATTCACCAATTGCAATGCCAAAAGTTTCTCCAACATATCTTGCATGTATCATGGCATCACATGTATTTATAAATTTCACTTTTTCTTTTTTGTCAATTGTTGGTGGTAAATAAATTATTCTATTATGATCTTTTGTGTTTTTATCAAAATTCATAAATAAAAAGTAAATTTTAGAATTCTCATTTATAATTTCGTTTATACAATCGTGAACAAATGGAATATTAAAAGAATCTTTGCCACCATAACCACCAAAAACTAGAGCATCAGAAGGAATATTTAACTTTTCTCTCAAATTTTCACTAATTTCTGGCAAATCTATTATGTGAGGAACATATGGTATATTACAACCATTTTTTTCGCTCAACCATCTCGATACAAATGCATATTTATCACCATGTTTTCCCTCCACAAATACAGAATGAATGAGATTTTTACAATTCTTAAAAATTAGACCATCATTATGACCATATTTTATTATGTACATTGCATCAATTTTATCTTTTAATATAATATTTTCTACTTCATCTAAAGTGTCATATTCATAACATTTGAATTCTTCATTAAACTTTTTAACATATTCTGGGAAATTTTGTGGATGATTTTTTTTATAAAATATTATGCTTTCATTGTTTAGTAATTTTTTGTTGTGATAAGCATAATCATAGACTGCTGTTGTTGTTCCTCTTTCACAAAGATGTACAGGAAAAAAACCAATAATCATATACGAAAATATTATTATTTTTTCTTTATATAGGCTGTGTTCTTTTTTCATAATTTATTATATTAAATTAAAGTATATGTTTTATTCACAAGACAATCAGGATAAATTTTTAGAAGAAAATATATTCAAAGGATATAAAAATGGATTTTTTATGGATATAGGAGCACATAATGGTGTCGCAATAAACAATACTTTATATTTTGAAAAAAATCACAATTGGAAAGGAATAAACGTTGAACCAATTAAAAAAGTATATGATGAGTTAGTGGTAAATAGACCAAATTCTATTAATATAAATTGTGCCGTACATAGTTATGATGGAATTGCTGAATTTATATACAATATTGGATATTCTGAAATGATATCAGGACTTAAGAGTTGTTATGATCCTCGACATAGGCAAAGGTTAGAAACAGAAATTGCTAAAAATGGAAGCAAAAGTGAAATTATCAGTGTAACCACAAAAAGAATAGAAACGATTTGTGATGAATATAATGTTAAAAATATTAATTACTTGTCCATTGATGTAGAAGGCGCAGAATTTGATGTTATTAAATCCATTAATTTTGATAAAGTATTTATTGATGTCATTGGATTTGAAAATAATTATAATGACACATCTATACCCATAATAAAATATTTGGAAAGTAAAAATTATGTTGCCATTTATCATCAAAGTTTGGATATATTTATGATAAATAAGGATTCACCTTTTTTTAAACGAATCACACAATAATCATATTTTAGATTTTAATATACTTTTTTTATAATAATATTGATTTTATTATGAAATTCTGTAAACAACATAAGATTCTGTTCCATTTGAAACATTTGTGAATCTCATTCTGAACAATCCGGAACCTGATGAGAAATATGTTCCAACATTATTTGTGTATGAGTTAACAGTGTCATATCCAACTATACTACCTCCTGATCCAGGAGATATGATTACTGATGCTTCATCGGTTGCCGAAGATAGATTTATAATTGTAAAGTCTATAGAATCACCAACTTGAACTCCACTTATACCACCAACGGCTGCAGATGCAGTGGGCAAAGTAATTGTACGGTCTACCGTGGGTGTTATTTTAAATATATTTTTCAATAAATCAGCCATACTGATAGTAGAATTGGCATCAGATAATGTTGTTTCTGCTTCCTGATTTCTGATTATTCCGGCTGTTCCATATCTTTGAAATATTCTTGTCCCACTGTTATTATTTCCTATTACTACCGTTTTTGCACTAGATGTATTTCCTAATTGTATTTCACCAGCTGAATTGTCATTTCCAATTGCAATACCACCTGTTCCCGAATTGATAAATACAGATGTTGTTGAAGTGCTATTTCCGATTGTGATTGTTCGAGCAATGGAAGCAGTTCCTATTTGTACATCACCTCCCGAAAATGTTCCTATTCCTATTAACCCTCCATTTGATGATATTATAATACCTTGACTGCCAGATGATATTGTTATACCACCATTATTAAAAGCTGCATCTAATGTTATTGCTCCTCCAGTGTTGTTTGAAGTTGCTATATTTATAATTCCTGTTGCATTAGAATTAATACCACCAGATGAAAAAAATTGTATAGCATCCGACGTTGTGTCAGCTGAATTAAAAACTAATTGACCTGATCCGGATCGCAAAGTTACATTTGTTGATCCTGTGTTATTACCAATATTAATATTTTTACTGTATGATGATGTTCCGATATTGATTGGAGTTGTTGTTGATAAATTTCCAATATTTATACCAGAACCGCCATCCATATCCAATAAACCACTTGTTGCTTTTAATGTCAAATTACCACTGGAAGTAGTAAAATTACTAGCTGCAGCTCCTGTCAAAGATATTACATTTGTTGACAATATATTTGTTCCTCCGATCCCAGACGACATAATGATGCCTCCATTTACATTTGATGCATTGATTTTAAGTGCCCCACTGTCAGATAGTTGAGATTCTATGTTTATATATCCTTCTGTAATAATATCAGTGAAAACTGATTCAATAATTGCTGTTTTAGATGGATCAACAGGAGTTGTTCCATCACTTGGACAAACAGTGGGTTCCGTATCACTTATTACGGTTTCATATTGACTGGTTGCAGGACAATACACTCTCCATATATAACGCTTAGTTGCCATTTATATAAATACAATATAAATGTTTTTTTAAATACTAAGATAATATGAATGAACATAAACTAATATTTCCACCTCTAGAAACCAATCTATATTGTACTTCAAAAACTGACGATGATGTTGGAAGATTTGTGAATGTACTGGTTGATGCAATTGATAAAGATCCTGTGGTGAGTGATAATAAAGCAACTACTGCTGAAGCGTTAGACACATTAATTAATCTCACTTCAGCCGTAGTTCCTGTTAAAGTATATACTATATTCATTTTCGTTGGTGTAACAATATTTGTACCATCAAAAACAAAATCACAAGCCGTAACAAATGACGAACTATTTGTGTTAATCAGAGGAGTATTATTGTCACGTCTGAATGCAGTACTAAAAATATTTCTTCCCGAATTACTACCTGTAGGACCAGTTGGACCTATTAATCCTGTTGGTCCTGTCAAACCTATGGGTCCAGTTGGTCCTATTAAACCAGTTGGTCCTATTAGACCCGTTGGACCTGTTATACCAATAGCTCCCGTTGGTCCCAAAGGACCAGTTACTCCAATAAAACCAGTCGGGCCCATTAAACCAGTCGGGCCTGTCACACCAATTGGCCCTGTAGGTCCCACAGGACCAGTTACTCCAATTAAACCAGTTGGACCAGTGAGACCAATTGCTCCAGTGGGTCCGACTGATCCAATGGGTCCTGTCAATCCAATGGGCCCCGTTAATCCAATAGGACCTGTTGATCCGACTGGTCCTGTAGGTCCCACAATACCAGTTGGACCTGTTACTCCTGTAATTTTCGACCACAACGCATTATTAAGATCATTTTTAATACAAATAAAAGCTTCGTTTGTGGAATTATTGATTGTCATGGAACCAGGAACATAATAATTACCAATATCATGAACATTTGTAGGATCACTATTAGCTACAAAACTTGTTCTGTTAATATTATCACGCATGACATTCTGAATTTGCACACCAGGAATTAATCCAAAAATATTAACGTCCACTAGCTTGGATAATACAATTTTTTCATCCGACGACAATGGATTGTCGAATGTTATTGTGATCACTTGATCCACATCATAATTAATACTTAATAAATTCGGACTTATTTCCAAATCAATATTTATTCTATCCGTTAATTGCGCAATTTTAGAAGTTATATTAGTCGGATCAGATACATAATATTTGTATGATGACATTTTATAATAAAATAAAAATAGATTTTATTTATTTTTATTCTATCTAATTAAATTTTTATTCTGATGTATCTTTTATTTTATAAATTGTTGAACAGAACCAATACCACATTGCATAAAATGGAAATCAACTTCTAACAAACCAACATCACTAGGATAAGTATCTGCTGCGTTCGTAGCATCTCTAAATATACGACACATTAACATACTTGATATTAATTTTCCTGTTCCATCCATACCATCTATTGTTTGTCCACCTGCATTCAAATTAAATGACAATACATAATGTTGATTCAATGTATTCGCTGCTATTGTGGTTTGACCATATATTATCGTTGTATTAGGAAAAACTGCACCGACATTCGCCCAAGTACATTCCAAACCCCATCTTGTTACTCCAGAAGAATTTGTGGATGGTATAAAATGGATATGTGGATATAAATTTGTTTCTTCTTCATATGCATGAGGCAGTTGACAGTTAAAATACAATTCTTCCTCATTATTTGGATCGAAGTAATAAGTAAAAACACCTTGTGATCCTGCTCCATTGGTTGCTGCTCTACCCCAATCAGGTGGTTTCGATCCTGATGCCGTTGTGGCATTAACTGGAACTCGCAAATCTTCCCATAAACCTGGTTTATTCTCCCAAACACCCGTTGCGCCAGTTATTCCCGCATTTGAATTGTATTGTAATATGTCTCCGTTATACGGACCCGTTTGACCTGTCAAACCTGCTGTACAATTATTTCCAATATTTATATCGGTTAAATTCGATAATTTTATATTTGCTGTCGGTCCTGTTGGACCTGTCAAACCAACCGGTCCTGTTAATCCTATTGGTCCTGTTAATCCTATCACGCCCGTCGGACCTGTTGCACCTGTATTACCCGTCGGACCTGTTGCACCTGTATTACCCGTCGGACCTGTTGCTCCAGTTGCTCCAGTTGCTCCTATTACTCCAGTTGCTCCTATTGGTCCAGTTGCTCCTGTGGCTCCTATTGGTCCAGTTGCTCCTGTGGCTCCTATTGGGCCTATAGCTCCGGTATTACCGTTAGGACCTGTTAAACCTATAGGACCCGTCGCTCCTGTACGACCTGTTGGTCCAGTCAACCCTATAGGACCCGTTGGACCTGTTATACCTATTGGGCCTATTGCTCCCGTCGGACCCGTACGACCTGTTGGTCCTGTTATACCTATTGGACCTGTCGGACCCGTCGCTCCTGTACGACCTGTTGGTCCAGTAATACCTGCAGGACCTGTGGGTCCAATCGCTCCTGTATTACCCGTGAGACCTGTCGCTCCTATTGCTCCTGTTGGACCTGTCGCTCCTATTGCACCTGTAGCTCCAATTATACCTGTAGGTCCTGTAGGTCCCGTATTGCCCATCACGCCTGTTGGACCAGTCGCTCCTATTGCACCGGTATTACCGTTAGGACCTGTTAAACCAATTGATCCTGTAGATCCCGTGTTACCTATTGGTCCTGTCGGACCAGTATTTCCTATTGGTCCTGTTGCTCCTATTGCTCCTGTTGCTCCTGTAGCTCCTGTTGGACCAGTTAAACCAATTGATCCTGTTGGACCAGTAACACCTGTATTACCTATTATACCGGTAGGTCCTGTGTTACCAATTGGACCTGTCGAACCAATAGTACCAGTTGGACCCATTGGACCTGTTAAACCAATTGCACCAGTTGGACCCCTTTCTCCAGTAGGTCCTGTTGCTCCTGTTAGACCTATATTACCAGTAGGTCCTGTTTCTCCAATAGCACCAGTTGAACCCGTTAAACCTATAGCGCCTGTGGGACCAGTATGACCAGTCATTCCAATCACTCCTGTTGCACCAGTTGCTCCTGTTATACCAGTTGCTCCTGTCGGTCCTGTCGGTCCTGTATTTCCTGTTTCTCCAGTTGGTCCTATAGCTCCTGTGTCTCCAACTGCACCTGTAGCTCCTGTTAAACCAGTTGCTCCCGTAGCACCTGTCAAACCATCAGGACCTATATTACCGGTAGGGCCAGTCAGACCTGTAGGTCCTATATTTCCTATTGCACCAGTTGGGCCCGTATTACCAGTGGGTCCAGTCAGACCAATTGCACCAGTATCACCATTAGGACCTGTATCTCCAACTGCACCAGTGGGACCTGTAGGACCTGTCGGTCCAGTATTACCATCAGGTCCTGTCAAACCAATAGTTCCAGTTGGACCAGTTGGTCCTGTTAATCCTGTTGCTCCAGTTAAACCTATTACTCCAGTTGGACCTGTAGGCCCTGTTAATCCAATTGCGCCTGTAGGCCCTGTTAATCCAGTTGCTCCTATTGCGCCTGTTGCGCCTGTAACACCTGTCGGACCAGTATTTCCGATGACACCAGTTCTTCCTATTTCACCAGTAGGTCCAGTAAGTCCAACTGCTCCAGTGAGTCCAGTGGGTCCAGTATGACCGGTTAAACCAACTGCTCCCGTTGCACCAGTATTACCGTCTGGACCTGTCAAACCAATTGCACCCGTTGGACCTGTTGGACCTGTTGCTCCCGTTGCACCAGTATTTCCAATTGCGCCTGTTAATCCAGTAGGACCGGTTAAACCTATTTCACCAGTAGGACCGGTTAAACCTATTTCACCAGTGGGACCAGTTAAACCTATTTCACCAGTAGGACCTGTAGGCCCTGTATTACCAATAATACCAGTGGGACCAGTTGAACCTATTTCACCAGTAGGACCTTTAGGTCCTGTATGACCTGTATGACCTGTAGGCCCTGTGTTACCTATATCACCAGTAGGACCTGTAGACCCTGTATGACCTGTAGTACCTGTATCACCTATCGCCCCTGTGGGACCTATTAATCCTGTAGGACCCGTAACACCGGTAGGACCTATTAATCCTGTAGGACCCGTAACACCGGTAGGACCTATTAATCCTGTAGGACCCGTAACACCGGTAGGACCTATTAATCCTGTAGGACCCGTAACACCAGTGGGACCAGTTTCTCCTATCTCTCCTGTGAGTCCTGTAGGCCCAGTGTGACCTGTTAATCCAGTAGGACCAGTATCACCAATGGCACCGGTTGCGCCAGTATAGCCTGTTGCTCCTGTCGCACCTGTATTACCGATAATACCAGTAGGACCCGTATTACCTGTTTGTCCTGTAGGACCAGTTAAACCTATTGGTCCTGTGTTACCGTCTGGACCAGTTAAACCTATCGTGCCCGTCGGGCCAGTGGGACCCGTATCTCCTATTACACCAGTAGGCCCAGTATTTCCTATTGGACCTGTATCTCCAATTGCACCTGTCAAACCCATTGGTCCTGTTGGCCCTATATAACCAGTATTACCAATGACACCAGTGGGGCCAGTATGACCAGTAGATCCTGTCGAACCAGTAGCACCTGTATTACCTATTACACCTGTAGGACCTGTAGGACCTGTCGAACCAGTTGGACCTGTATTCCCAATTACACCTGTAGGTCCTGTTGAACCAGTAGGACCTGTTTCTCCTATTATTCCAGTAGGACCTGTGTTTCCTGTAGAACCAGTATGACCAGTTAATCCAGTGGGACCTATATGACCAGTTAATCCAGTAGGACCAGTATTTCCTGTAGCACCAGTTGCACCCGTAATACCAGTAGGACCCGTAATACCAGTAGGACCAGTATTTCCAGTAGCACCAGTCGCGCCAGTATAGCCTGTTTCTCCTGTAGCACCTGTGTTACCGATAGCGCCTGTAGCACCAGTAGGACCTGTAGCACCTGTGTCACCTATCGTCCCTGTAGGTCCTGTTGGTCCCATAGGACCCGTTAAACCTATTGCACCAGTATCACCTGTCGCTCCTATTGTTCCTGTTGGACCTGTTGGACCTGTATCACCAATTGCTCCAGTTGCACCAGTTTCTCCTATTTTTCCCGTTGGTCCAGTGGGTCCTGTTAGTCCCCTTTCTCCAGTTGGACCAGTCGCACCGGTTGAACCTGTATCACCCAAAGAACCAGTGTGACCCGTGGGTCCTGTATGACCTGTTGCTCCTGTATTACCTGTTTCTCCTGTTGGACCCGTATTACCTATTTCACCTGTAGGTCCTACATGTCCCGTTAAACCAATTGGTCCTGTATTTCCATCTGGGCCAGTTAAACCCATTGCACCAGTTGGACCGATAAAACCAGTCGGTCCTGTATTACCTGTTGCTCCTGTATTACCTGTTGGTCCAGTTAAACCCGTAGAACCTGTTATACCAGTAGGACCTATCTCACCTGTGGGTCCAGTTAAACCTGTTGCTCCTGTTGCACCAGTTAACCCTATTTCTCCCGTGGGACCAGTGTTTCCTGTAGCACCCGTATTTCCTATTACACCTGTAGGACCAGTATTGCCATCTGGCCCTGTATTTCCTATTACACCAGTAGGACCAGTAACACCAGTAACACCAGTTAAACCAGTTGGTCCTGTGTTACCAGTTGGTCCTGTGTTACCAGTTGGCCCTGTGTTACCTATTGGTCCAGTATTTCCATCTGGTCCAGTATTTCCTGTAGCACCCGTTGGACCTGTTGAACCTGTATTACCATCTGGCCCAGTCAATCCCATGAGTCCTGTTGGTCCTGTGGGTCCTGTGGGTCCTGTGTGTCCTGTTGCACCTGTTTCTCCAATTATACCCGTTGGCCCAGTTACACCAGTGTAACCCGTTGGTCCTGTAGGTCCTATATTACCAGTCAAACCTATTGCTCCTGTCGGACCTGTATTACCATCTGGTCCTGTATTACCCATTGCTCCAGTTGCACCCATTGCTCCAGTTGCACCTATTGCTCCTGTTGCTCCAGTTGCACCAGTTGATCCTGTGGGACCTGTTGCTCCTGTTGCTCCTGTAGAACCAGTCAAACCAATCGCTCCAGTAGGCCCTGTATTTCCATCTGGGCCTGTTAAACCTATACTACCCGTTGGCCCAGTTAATCCCGTTGCACCAGTAGATCCCGTACTACCAGTTGAACCTGTCAAACCAATGGGTCCAGTATTACCATCTGGTCCAGTCAATCCTATAACTCCAGTAGGTCCTGTATAACCAGTCGGACCAGTTAAACCTATTGCTCCGGTGGGTCCTGTATTACCGTCCAACCCAGTCGGACCTATTACACCTGTAGGACCAGTAGCTCCCGTTCCACCTGTAATACCAGTCGCACCTGTAATACCAGTGACACCAGTTGCTCCTGTTTCTCCAGTTGCTCCAGTTGCACCCGTTGGACCAATTTCACCTGTAGGTCCTGTATATCCGGTAGGTCCAGTTAAACCAATTTCACCAGTCGGCCCAGTTAAGCCAGTTGCACCTGTCATACCAATTTCTCCAGTAGGACCCTTTTCTCCTGTAGCACCAGTTGCTCCTGTTACACCTGTTAAACCAATTTCTCCCGTTGGACCTATTGCACCAGTCAATCCCACTGCACCAGTTGGTCCTGTGAATCCTGTTAAACCAACAGCACCTGTGGGACCTGTAATACCAGTTGGGCCTGTGACACCAGTCAAACCTGTGGGTCCAGTGGGTCCAGTCAAACCTGTAGCTCCTGTCGTACCTGTTGAACCAGTTGCACCAGTTAGTCCAGTAGGACCAGTAACTCCCGTTTCTCCGGTCAATCCTACTGCACCGGTTGGTCCCGTAGTACCTGTTAATCCGGTAGGACCCGTTAAACCAGTTGGTCCTATTGCGCCAGTAAGACCAGTTGGACCTGTTATTCCAGTAGATCCCGTAGCCCCAGTGACACCTGTACTACCAATAGCTCCCGTTGCACCCGTCAATCCCACTGCACCAGTCGGTCCTGTAACACCTGTTAAACCAATTTCTCCAGTGGCACCAGTGGAACCTGTTATACCAGTAGGACCAGTCGCACCAGTATTACCAGTGGGTCCTGTTGCACCAGTTGCACCAGTGGCTCCAGTTACACCAGTGGCTCCAGTTACACCAGTGGAACCTGTTATACCAGTAGGTCCTGTCTCTCCAGTTGCACCAGTCAACCCAATTTCACCAGTAGGACCTGTGGCTCCTGTCAGTCCAGTTGCACCTGTAATACCTGTTGCCCCTGTGACACCAGTAGAACCTGTCACTCCAGTAGCACCTGTTATTCCTGTAGAACCCGTGGAACCTGTCACTCCAGTAGGTCCAGTTATACCTGTAGGTCCAGTTAAACCTGTTGCACCAGTTAAACCTGTTGCACCAGTAGGACCAGTTAATCCTATTTCACCAGTGGGACCTGTATTACCAGTAGGACCAGTTAAACCAATTGCTCCAGTGGGTCCAGTGGAACCAGTATTTCCATCTGGCCCCGTTAATCCTATTTCACCAGTAGGTCCAGTATTTCCAGTAGGACCAGTTAAACCAATTGCTCCAGTAGGACCAGTTAAACCAATTGCTCCAGTAGGACCAGTTAAACCAATTGCTCCAGTGGGTCCAGTATTACCGTCTGAACCTGTAGGACCTGTAGCTCCTGTTAATCCTGTCATACCAGTTCCACCAGTTGCTCCTGTTGCTCCTGTAGCACCAGTTGCTCCTGTTTCTCCAGTTGGTCCCGTTGGTCCCGTATCTCCAGTCACACCAGTCACACCTGTAGAACCAGTCATACCAATTTCTCCGGTTGAACCTCTATTTCCAGTTGGTCCTGTATGACCTGTATTTCCAGTTGGTCCTGTCGTACCTGTAGCACCAGTTGCACCTGTAGCACCAGTTGATCCTGTAGCACCTGTATGACCAGTAGCACCAGTCGCTCCAGTTTCTCCTGTTGCTCCCGTAGAACCAATTTCTCCCGTCGGACCTATAACACCAGTAGGTCCAGTGGCACCTGTTATTCCAGTAGCACCTGTGGCCCCAGTAACACCAGTAGGACCCGTTACACCAGTTATCCCTGTAGCACCTGTCGCTCCGGTCAACCCTACTGCACCTGTAGCCCCTGTAGAACCTGTCGCGCCTGTCTCACCAGTTATACCAATAGCACCTGTTGGTCCCGTTGAACCTGTTATACCAGTAGCTCCTGTTGGTCCCGTTAGTCCAATTTCACCAGTCGGACCCGTTACACCGGTAGAACCCGTAGGACCCGTTAATCCAGTTGGACCTGTTGACCCCCCTGACACAGGATTTGGTACAGGTTCCCAAATTAAACCATTTGATATAAATCTCTCTCCCGTAACTGGATTAATATATTCTTGACCTATATTATCCAAATTAACTGATGGATTTGGATCATTGCCAGCTGTAAATCCAGTTGTTCCTATTATATTTGGTGGAAAACAGTCAGAAGGACAAGGATTACAACATAAATTATCAGATAGAAAGGCAACATAAACGTTACCAGAACTATCTGTAGTTATTGATGGACATAAATTATTATTCATTACTTCTATTATGATTATTGAATATTTTTTATTTTTCTCTTTTTACACTCATTTACCTTACTATATATCTTTTTTCATTCATATGATTTAAATTTAATATTGTGATTATAACTTATAATTATAAGACCATGAATACGTTATCTTTAATTAAATTAGATCAATGTGGTAATTTTATATGGAATAAATCAAAAAGTTTTACCAATACTGGTGCTCCCCAAATTATACTAACTAAATTCAATAGTGATGGAGACTCTCTATTTACAAAAACATATAACACAATTGATGGTAGTACAATGTTAAGTCCTAGTATCGCAAATGATTCTGATAATAATACATATTTAGCTTTTTCTACGAATGGTATTCCCAGTTCAATTTTGTTCAATATAATCATTATAAAACTCGATTCAAATGGTAATCTCATTTGGTCAAAATATGATTTCCCGTTCAATGATATAAAGAATAATATTTCTCCTAAAATCCAAATTGATGGTAGCGATAATATATATCTAAATTTTGTTTCTTACGATGAAACTGACATATATGACGTTGTTGTAGCAAAACTTAATTCTGATGGTGATATGTTATGGATAACTCAAAGTTCTTTTCTAAGTGCTTCTTCTGATAATATTAATAATTCTATGGATATTGATGGATTAGGTAATACTTATGTGGCTCATCAAATATTAAATTATGATAAATATGATATTTCCGTTTTTAAAGTAAATAATTTGGGTCAAATTATTTGGACAAATAACGATAGTGCATTTAATACAACCAAAGATAATACTAATCCTAGCATTACTGTTGATATTTATGGTAATTCTTATATTGCTTATAACACTGATGGCATTATACCTAATAATTTTAATACTGTTAATTCTGGAGGATACGATATTGTATTATTCAAACTTAATACTAATGGCTTACTCATATGGAAAGCCCAAAATCCCGCCTTTAACACCATTGATAATGACACAAATCCACAAATAGTAGTTGATAATAAAGAAAATTTATATTTAGTATATGTATCGACTGTTAAATGTTCAATCATCCGATTTGTGAAATTTGTGACTAAATGTTGTTTTGATTGTTGTAAAAATTGTTGTCAGTCTTCTTGTAACGTTTGCTTTCCAAAAGTATGTTTGTCAAATCCTGGAATGTGTAAAGATATTAAATGTCTTGAGATTAAAAAGAAAAATTGCGATGTTAAATTTAATATCTTATTAGAAAAAGTAAATAACATCTTATGTTTTTATCATCAAGAATTGCTTAGTATTAAAAAATCACAAAAAGTCATTAATATGATTGTAAATACATTGAATGAACTTTCGTCAAACGAAACACAAAATAAATTCCTCTTAGCTGAGGTAAACAAATTAGTGGACACATATTGTAACGAATCTAATAAAATATATGGTATTCATAGAATTGATAGAAATTGTAATTTTAATATTTATGGTACTGTCGATAGTCATACAGGTATGCCTGTGACATATGTTAATGGTTTTGGAGGTATTAGAAATAAAAAAATAACCGGTAATCTGATATTAACTTTAGATAAAATAAATTATTTTTTTAATTTTAACGATGTATGCAGTGTTTTTGAATTGTCAAAGATAATATCCCAAAAATTATGCACTAAACTAGCTATTATTAATGGATTAGAAATAAGTATCAAAATTAATTGTGTTCCAGCTCATATTGTAATTGAATTATGCGTGTCAAATTGCAATATTATTAAATTTGAATATTGTGCCAAAAATAAAACCAAAGAAACCTATCTTGATTTATTAAATAAATTATACAAAACTTTCTCCGATTATATACAATTTATATGTTATGATTGTAATTGTCATCAGCTAAATATTATTTTTAAAAAAGGATATACACTATTATTCTACCAGAAAAAGAAATGTCCATGTGCTCAATTTATTATAAAAACTTTTGTAAATTGTATTCCCGTTAATTATGGCACAATCAGTCTTATCAGAAAAAGATATGTTTACGGTTATTTATTATTTTACAACAACCAAAACAATTTTTGTGTTCAATATCCCGATGGATCATTATCTCAAACTAAAGTTATTCCTGTTTTGCTTAAAGAAAATTTTCAATATTATTGTGAAAATATTTGTTTTGATCTTTCTGATCTGATTAAATGCAAAATAAATACAATCGAAGCAGCCCACTTGAGTGCTGGTAATTTCTGTTCAAAATATGATATTAAATATTATTGTAATTATGCTACTTTTCTAAAAAAAATTATTAAATGTATAAAAAATTGTTCTAGCATCTGTAATGTTCGTAAATACACAAATGTTGTAAATATGTTATGCCAATATAATAATATGCTTATTGGAGACTATAACTTAATAACCATAACATCCAGTAATTTTCTTGATACTGTTAAATGTTTTTTAAAATGATCGCGCTATTTTTTAACCCATATATATATAACTCTGTTATATATGAGACAAAAAATATTAATATATCGAAACAAACAACAAAATAGTAATATAGTGACCGAATTACTGTATCAATTGAATAAATATTATTATGTTAATGTTATTGATGGTAATTCTGGAATTATACACAAGACTAATGATATTATTATTGTATTTGATATTGTTTCTTTTTTTCTCCAAAATAATGTTACTCGATTTTCTAATATTCATGTTTGGTATAGCAAAAATAATAAAATTTATGTAAATGGTCATTTTATTGATGACAAAATAATTATAGAAAATAACATACATCTGATAAACAGTATTTTAACAATTGATAAAGACGTGGATTTTATAAAAACTGTTGTTTATAAGGATGTTTATCAACTATTAGATATTTTTGGATTTTTTAATAAAACTATAAAAGTAAAGTTATTATGTAATTGGCAAAATAGTGATCAATTAGTCAAAAGTTATAATAGACTTTGTCATGTGGGTAATATATGGAACAATATAGAAATTACGTCCGAGGATAATGCAGAATATTTCTGTATTATTAATTACCCTCAAAAAGAAGAATATTATGATCCACGTAAAACTATTGTTGTTAGTATGGAAGAGATTACTAATAGAAAATGTTTCTTTCCTTCCGAATGGATTACTCCTGCAAAACATCAATTTATGCACTATTTTGACAAACATAATGCGATTGAATGGCATTTAAATAGAAATTGGCAAGAATTATATACTTCGATTATTGCTAAAGAAAAAATGTTGTCAAGTGTAACATCAAGTGAATATAGATTGGATGGGCACATTAAAAGAATAAAGTTTCTTCAATATCTTGATGATAAAATAGATTTTGATTTGTTTGGTAAATCTAATGATTTTAAATTAAGAAATTATAAAGGAAGTCTACCGTATTTGAATAAAGATGACGGTATTTTTCCTTACAAATATACTATTGCATGCGAAAATATTTTGGCTGATGGATATTTCACTGAAAAAATAATTGACGCAATTTTAGGGGAATGTCTATGTTTTTACTGGGGATGTCCTGATATTGATAAATATATTAATCCTAGATGTTTTATTAGAATAAATTTGGACAATCATGTTGAAGCATTAAACACTATCATAAATGCCATGAACAATAATGAATGGGAAAAAAGGGTGGGTTTTATAAAGGCAGAAAAATTTAAAATATTAAATGAATTACAATTATTACCAACTATCGAAAGAATTATTTTTGATAACATAAACTCCCAAAATAATTATATAAATAATGATTTAATCAATATTGTCAATAGTATTCCAGAAAATTTTTGTTATTACTATGAAAGTGAAAAAGTGGCCAATTCTATATATAATTATATGATATCTAGTAATAAAGGAGTTACATGTCACAAAAATAATATCGATGTTAAAAAATCAAATAAGGAAAAAGCTTTATTTTATATCTCTTTTGATCAATTGGCCGAAATAAAAAGTTCAGTGATCAAATTTAAAAAATATTGGGTTATTTTGGACAATTACGATGACTTTTCTTTTGAAACATATAGGCAAATCAAAAAAGTGTTTTTTAATAATCATATATATAGCCATAAAATTTCGGATGGTTTTCGTTGGATTATTGTCACTAATTGTGAAGTGGATAATCTGGAAAGTTATAGATTGCCTGAAAATATCAAAATAAAATCATTAAGCAAAAAATCAATTGAAAAATTTCAAATAACTTCCGACATAAAGAAGATGTTTACTGGTCCATCTAACTTTATAGGAAAGAAAAGTCAATTAAAACATAATTATGATCCAAAACTTTTAGCAAATGCACTTAATCATATTAATTCTTGGAAAGAGTTTATTAATGGAAAGGACAATATATTAATTGTTCTAGATAATGTCCATATTAAAATTAAAGATAATTTTGATTTTTGTTTAACGAAACTTTTGAATAGTGTTAAAAATGATAATAACTGGGATATATTATATTTAGACCTTGAATGTGACACTATTGATGTCAAATATTATATTGATAATGCGATAGCTATTTTACCAAATGATGTTAAAATATATGGTAAACAAGTGTTTGCATATTGTATAACAAAAAAAGCTGCAGAAAAACTTGTTAAGACCATTGAAACTATAGGAATAGAACAACCTATTGAACAATTTTTCGAAGATCAATTAGATAATATGGTTGTTTATAAGAATATTTACAAGAAATTATTTTGAAATGATTTATAGAATATGATATATTATTAAAAACTAATATGTCGTATTATTCAGAAGACAATTTAAAAATTGAATTAAAAAAAACATTGGAATTTAAAGAAGAAAATTTAACCAATGACGAAAACTATTCTGATGATAAAATTTTTGAAAATGATCCTTACCAACATTTACAATTTGATTTTTGGAAAACTTTTGATTTTTCGAAAATGATAGGAAATGTATTTGAGGCTAATATTTGCTGTTATGGTGATTTAATAATGGGAGCTGAATTGGAAATTTCTAAAAAAAATATATTGGATTTGGATATATTATATGATGACATTAAGAAGTCATCCATTAAATGCGATATAGGAGGATTTCAATCGTGTATAAACATTATTCCTAATATTCACTTATGTGATAAAATTAAAAAACATGTCAAAGAGACTCAAGATAAAATAATAATTCCTATATTCTTTATTTACAATCTCATTAATGCCAATATTTATGGTTATGAAGGGATACCTATTTTTTTGTTGATTTATGTAAGATTTTATGTTCAAATAGTGTCTGATAAAAACTTGTTTACTAATGACGTGAAATTAAGAATATCATATAAAAAAATATGCGTTAAAGACAAAATAAATGGATTAAATAATAAAAAAGTACATATATTTCCATCTTTTTACACAGATTATATTTCTCAAGAAAGAGAATTAATTAGAAAAATAACTAATCCATGCGCAGTTTTTATAAATTGTAGGAATGAAAATGATAATGAATATATATTTTCAGTGACCTGTGACAATGACATTCATCATTATAACGTATTATGTGGAGATGTTGAGGAAAAATATATTTTTGGACAAAGGTATATTATTATTGAACTACAAAAAATCAGTATATATAATTTAATGAATAACGAAATTTCGAATTTAACTAAAATTGATAATCTTAGTGTTCATTGTAATAAAGCAATTAAAAATATTATTGTATTGGGTGTTTCAAAGTGTTTTATTACAAACGGTTGTTTTTATCATTATGACAATAAACATGATATTTAATCCGATAATAGATATTGTTTAACCATATGAACAATTTCTAATGGTATAACATTTACTAATTTTAACATTGTGTTCCATGGATCATAATTGTATATGTCTTGTAGAACACACATATAAAAAACTGGTTTATCTCCAAGAGTATATTTTTGACTCCTATCCTAGTGGCAACCCAATACTGCTTTCAAAACCAAATTACGATGTTTATCTCTTTGATCTATATTCTATCCTTTGGTATATATTGGCTTATGTCTTGATTCTGGAATAACCTGAAAATATTCTTTATCATGATAGTTATAATTCTCTGATATATTATTCACCTTTACCACATAATATCTTAGTTTTAAAACATTTTCTATTTTTAATAACTTGAATTTTGTTGATCTAAATCTTCATTCCACATTATTGAAAATTCCCCAATAAAATATTTTGTTTATTATTTATTGATTTTTTTATTGGCAAAATAGCGCCTTTTGTGAACTGTTCTTTGAAAAAAATATTTTTTAATGCATCGTTAGAATTATCTATTAAAATAGCCATTTAATATTGTCTATTTTAATAAATTTTATTAGACAAAATAAAAGTCAAATTTTTTGCGGGTATAAACTATCTGACTTATTACTTTTCGGACACATAGATAACAGCCAGATAGAAAATTTAAAATGGAAAAATCTAATATGATAGTTAAAATGAAACACTCTAGATTATTACTTTTCTGAAATAAAAGAGAACAGCTAGATAGAAAATTTAATACGACAGTTATAATGAAACACTCTAGTTTATTACTTTTCGAACATAAAAGATAACAGCCAGATAGATAATTTAAATGAAATAATTTAATATGATAATTTAAATGAAACATTCTAGCTTATTACTTTTCGGTAATAAAAGGAAACAGCTAGATAGATAATTTAAATGAAACAATTAAAAGGGAAATTTAATATGACAATTTAAATGAAACACTCTAGCTTATTACTTTTCGGGAATAAAAGAGAACAGCTAGATAGAAAATTTAAAATAGGAAAATTAGAATATGACAGTTAAAATGAAACACTCTAGCTTATTACTTTTCGGGAATAAAAGAGAACAGCTAGATAGAAAATTTAATACGACAATTATAATGAAACACTCTAGTTTATTACTTTTCGAACATAAAAGATAACAACCAGATAGATAATTTAAATGAAATAATTTAATATGATAATTTAAATGAAACATTCTAGCTTATTACTTTTCGGTAATAAAAGGAAACAGCTAGATAGATAATTTAAATGAAACAATTTATTATGACAGTTAAAATGAAACACTCTAGTTTATTACTTTTTGGAATTAAAAGAAAACAGCTAGATAAAATAATTTAAATGAAATAATTTAATATGACAGTATATAATTAATTATCTGACTGTTACACTTTTATTCCCCTATTTATTCTGCTCAATACTTACTGTTTATTTATAATGAGTATTTTATGAATGCAATAAAATAAAAAAAATTAAAGAATATATTTTATTCCGCACACAAGATGTTGTGAGAGGAAATTTAATATGACAGTATTTATTAAAAAATTAGTTATATTCAGATAAAATTTAACAGTAAAAAAGTAATAAGCTAGATAGTTCCATTTTTATTGCCTTAAAATTTAAGAGATTTTTATTGAGAAAAATGGAATCTTCAGAAAATGAAAAGTAATAAGCAGACTATATGATATTATTTGATATCAAAAAGTAGCAAAGGAAGAGAAATCGGAATAAATGCGAAAATAAAAAGTGAATCAGATTACCAAAACTATGACAGAGATTAAAATGAAAAGTATAACAGGAAGAACATTTGTCATAAAAAAACATAAAAAAATATAAGAAAAATATGACAATTATTAAAAAGTAATAAGTGTAATAATATCAAACGAAAAAAGTAATTAACCACTGAAGATTAACGGTCATAAAAACTATGACATTTATACCAGAAGAACGGTTTAAGAGCATAAATATAATAATATATTACTATTATAATATGAAATACGCCTGTAATTTATGTAATTATAAAACAAATGATAGACGTTTATGGTATAGTCATAGGAATTCTCAGAAACATATCAAAAATATCACACAGCTGGACAATTCGACAGATAAAACTATGACAAAAAAATCCGAAGATAATCCGAACCTAATCCGATCCAAATCCCTAACTATGACAGCTGAAAAAGAGCATATATGTGAACATTGTCATGAATTATTTACTCTTAAAAGTAATCTGTCACGACATTTGAAGTATTGCAAGAAGAATAAATATAATCTACTACAGGACGAATATGAAAAATACAAACAAGAGAAAGAATTGGAAATAAGAATAAATAAAGATAATTTAAATTTGAAACATGAAAATGATATTTTGAAAGAAAAACTCAAATCATCAGAATCAGAAAAGTTGGCGTTACAGAAACAGTATGAGACCCACATAGAAACCCTCAAGAATGAGAATAAATTTCAAAAGCAATTAATAGAATCAGCTGGAGGAATGATAAAGAAATCAATGAACACTATGAGTTATCTACTGTTAAACTACAATGAGGCACCCCAGTTAAAAGCTTTAAATGATTATTCGATAATATCAAAAAACACCAATACTTTAATTGAAAATTTAATTCATTATCATAAGAAAGGTAAATTTGACAAATATCTGGGCGATTTTTTAGTTCAACAATATAAAAAAGATGATCCTAAACTACAAACATTATGGAGTTCAGATAGTGAGAGATTAAACTATTTTATAAGAGAATTGATCAATAATAATTCTCAGCAAAATAAAGATCTCAAACATTCCGATGTATTATTGAATAAATCAAAAAAAGAATTAAGTTGGTTCATTGACAAAAAAGGTTTAAAAGTAAAAAAAAATATAATTGACCCGTTACTTGAATATATATATGACATCGGAGTGAAGTATTTAAATGAAAAAAATAAGGAAATTGAACATTTAGACACTGAAAATGCCACAAAACTAGTGTTCAATATGCAAGAAATTGGTCAAATAAATCATGATATTAGGAACAATACAGTTTCGAATAACATAAACAAATATATTGCTCCTCACTTTTATTTAAACAAAGACTAAATGCGGCATATAATCTTATATAAAGTTATATAATTATAATATAGTCATAGTTATATGAAAAAGAATCAAACAATTTGTTTAAATATGATAGTAAAAAACGAAAGTCATGTTATTGAGGAAACTTTGAACAGTATTTTTAAGTATATTGATTATTATGTCATTGTTGATACTGGATCAACTGATAACACAAAAGAAGTCATAAAGAATTTCTTTGATTCGAAGAATATAAATGGTGAAATAATAGATCATAATTTTCATACTTGCAAATGTCATACTGGAGAATATAAAAAATATAACTGGTTTCATTTTGGTTGGAACAGAACATTTGCTCTGAACAAATGTTTACACAAGAGTGATTATATTTTAATAATGGATGCGGATGACATTATTGTGGGTGAATTGCCAGTGAAAGAAAAATTAACTGCTGATAGTTATGATTTTAAAATAGGCAATGATTTTGTTTATTATAGACCCCAGTTAATAAAAAACGATAAAAGATTGGGTTGGAAATATGTCGGAGGACTTCATGAATATTTAGATTCTTCAAAACCAAAAACAAATATTAGATTGAATGGTAATTATCATTTAGAATCTAGAAGACTTGGAAATAGAAGTAAGGATTCTAATAAATACCAAAAAGATGCCAAAATTTTTGAGGAATTATTAAAAGATGAACCATTAAATTCTCGTTATATGTTTTATTGCGGACAAAGTTTCTTTGATTGTGGAGATTATCGTAATGCCATAAAATATTATGAAAAAAGAGTATTGAGGGGTGGTTTTCCTGAAGAAGTTTATTATTCTATGTACAAAATAGGATTGTGCAAAAAACTATTAAACTATTCTCATGAAGATATCATAAATGCATTTTTAAGGTGCCATGAATTTTATCCCAGAAGAGTTGAGCCATTGTATGAGATTATATTTCATTGTAGAACAACTGATAGATTTAAAGAAGGATATAAATATTCCAAAAAAGCATTGTGTATTCCATTTCCACAAAATGATATGTTGTTTGTCAGCAAGTATATATATGATTATAAATTAGCGGATGAAGTGGCTTTGTGTGCGTATTATATTGGAAAGTATACTGAAGCTCATCAATTGTGGAGTAAAATTTTAGAAGAAAAGAAATATTATCCCTATGAAGAAAAGCGTTTGATTGCTAACTTGGAATTTACTAGAAAATATGTTACTACAAAACCAATATTATGTTTTTATGCAGGATATGCCCCTGATTACACAAAATCATTAGATGGTGTTTATGGTAGTGAATTAGCATTAGAAAGTATATCCAGACTATTAACGAGCACATATGATGTTTATATATTTGGACCATCTTTCGACAATATCACAATAAATAATGTAAAATATATGAATTCCAATCATTTGAGTGAATTCGGAGAAAAAAATGAAATTGATGTTATGATTGTAAGTAGATATGTGCATTATTTCATAGAATATAAAATTATGGCCAGAAAAACATATATATGGTTGCATGACGTATTGTTACAACCGTATTGGAAAGGACAAATGATACCTGGAGGTGGTAAATATTTACTACAAAATATTTTTGATCAAATAAATGGAGTTATTGTATTATGCAATTGGCACAAAGAATATGTTGTTAATAATCTAAACATAGATTCAAATAAAGTTTTTATTATTGGAAATGGTATTGAGACAACTAATTTCAATATTGACGTTCCGAAAATTAAAAATAGATTTATATATATATCCAATCCAAACAGAGGATTACCAAAATTGATAAATCATTTTCACACGATTAAGAAACATATTCCAGATGCAGAACTATACGTTTATCGAGGTGTCGAAGAATTTGGCGATAAAAGTGTTATTGAGGAAATGGGCAAATATGATTATATCAAATTTAAAGGAAAATTACCTAATAAAGATTTGATTCCAGAAATAATGAAAGCTGAATATTGGTATTATCCCACTGATTTTCATGAGACTTACTGTATAAGTGCATTAGAGGCTCAGATGGCTGGTTGTATATGTATAACGAGCAAAGTAGGCGCCCTTATTGATACCGTGGCCGACAGAGGAGTTGTGATAGATAAAGAATTATATTCGGATGAGTATTGGAATGATTGTCTGAATACTATATTAAAATTCAGTAAAAATGATGAATTAAAGAAAGAATATATAACTAAAGGAAAAGAATGGGCACGTGAACAAACATGGGCCAACAGAACAAAACAATGGTTAAACATTATTCAGTAAAAATTGAAAAATTAAAAATTAAAAAAATCAATTCTAATTAAAAATAAAAATGATAGCTGTAAAAGATATTATAACTATTATTTGTTCGTTATTGTTCGTTTTATTTGGAGTGATTGGATTAATAGTGTTTATGTCACTGTTTAACACTGAATATGCTGATAATCAACAAGGACTAATGGTAGGACTAATAATAATGTCAGTATTATCTTTTGTGGGTGGAATATTAGTTTCATTCGTTAAAATAATGTTTATAATGATAAGTAAAATAGCTGAACGTAACAATTCAACCCCCATATTATATGAAAATGGTGTTTTGTATAATGTTTAAAAAATTGAAAAATAAAAATTAAACCAAAGTTATAAAGTTAAAATACATTATGATGAATTTTTGTGGAAGACAACTTAGAATAGTAATGGCTTTGTTAGCATTTTTTATTGGTAGTATTGCTATTATTTGTTATTTTGCCAATAATATATATAATAGAACACAATCTCCAATAATTTTACTAATATTTGGAATATTTTTCTGTAGTGGCGGATTAATTATATTGGTATGTGAAATATTAAGATATATTTATATTACTTTGACAAAAATGCTTAATCAATTCACTAGCAGAGATGAGGAAACAATGTTGATCGTAAATTCTGTTTAATTAGGCGATTTGATTCCATTGTATTTTTAACAAATCTTTTACTCTATTATATCGTAAATTTAATAATCCATCATATTTTAATATTTCTTCGTAATTATTTTCACAATCTATGGATCTCCAATTGCACATAAATTTTTCTTTATGTTCCAATATTTTGACTGATATTTGTTCCAAACCATTATGCATTAATTCTATGGATTTATGTAAAGAATCGATTGATACAATTAAAGATTGTCTGGAATTGTCCAAATTGATTTTTTGCAAATCTTTTAAAAAAGCTTCAATTTCTCTTAGTTTATCTTTTAGATCAAGTTGTGTTATTTTGCTTTTGATATCATGATGATCTGATCCTAAAATTATATCCACAAATGAATGTATTTTTTTAATTACACTCAAAATTGACTCAAATGATAATGAAGCCATAATTGTTATTATTTTTTGTTCCATATAATATTAACGTATATATTAACGTATATATTAACGTATATATTAACGTATATATTAACGTATATATTAACGTATATATTTACGTATATATTAACGTATATATTAACGTATATATTTACCTGCATAATTTTATACATATTTGTTCACTTTCAAGAATATTGTTGGTATATATATAATATTTTTTTATTTTAACAAGTGGGAAATATACATGATTTTGCTTATAAACTTTATTATTTCCATCCATATGACAAAATTTTCTCACGACAATAAATTTGCATACCTCATCACAATCATTAGAATTAACTAATTGAAATACTATATTACCAAAATTGTTCAATCTATCATCATTTATTTGATACACTATGGTATTATTACAGTTATTATTTTCTTCGGGAATTCCGTTGTATAAAGTACACAAAGTATCAATTGTATCAATATCATCTATTTTAACTTTATTGAAATTATCCAGTAATAATTTTGATAAATCATCAGAATTAAGAGAATATTTTGTAACTCTCATATCTTTTTCTTGAATTTGTTCCTTAATACCTAAAATACGTTTATAAATATATAAACTCGCAGCAGATAAATAGTTCATAATGTTAATAAAGATAATTATATTTATATACATAACATAATTCAATTTTTTAGTGAACCTTTATAAACAAATTATACATATCACTTATTTGAGTTTCGTTAAAACAAGCGGGAGAGAAAATGTATTTATTTTTATTTTGAATGTCATTGACAAACTTATCATAATCAGATTGTTTGGGAATATAATCTCTTGGACTATTCTGTTTGTGATGCAAAAACATGGTTAATATAGTTGCCACAGTAAATGATCTATGAACTCCCATTTTACAGTGAATTATCATATTAGTAATATCGTTGTCATTTTCCCAAATTCTGAAACTTTCTAAAATTTTCGAGAAATTATTTGAAATTTCATTTCCGGACAAAATATCATCGGCAATGGGAATATGAAAGTATTTAACAAATGGATTATTACAATCATAATGTTCTTCCGGAACAAGATTGATAATAACTGTTTTTTGGGTGATAGACTGTATCTCTTTCTCAGCAATGAATTTTGAAGTCCACAAAATCTTTTTAGTGTCATTGTAAGCGTAGAATATTTGATGGGCTATATTCAATTCTGACAATTCTTTGTCACTTGTTTGGTCAGAAGGTATGACTAAATTAAAAGTGGGACGGTATTTACTTCTTTTACTATTATCGCGTTGATTCATATTGTTCATAATATAAAATGAAATTGTATATATTATTTAAAAGAATAAAATTTCAATTTTTTTTGCTATTATTACAAAACATTTTTTCATCAAAAAGAAACCAAAATAATAAGTATAAATATAATGATTTTGGAGAGAGTTCTAAATTTTCTGTTAAATTCTTTTTTTTGTGAAAATTTTTAATTAAAACGCATTTTGTTAATTTGGAATATGTCATGATAAACAATAACTTTATAAAATCTGCATTGGAATTATTTTTCAAATTTTTTCTTTAATTGTTCAATTTGATTCTTAAGTTCTAAATTTTCTTTTTTCAATATATCTATCTGACTTTCTTTTTTTATTTTTATTTTGTTGACTTTAACATTCAATAAATTATCGACTTGCGAGTCTGATATATCATATAATTTAGCCACCTCATTTCTTTTAACACCATTATCAACTTGTTCCTTAATCTTTCTCTTGAAGTATAGAGAGACTGTGTCTTTAGTAGTATCTAAATTTTTGGCAATCTCACTATATTTTTTTTTTGATTTTATTAAATTGACAATTTGTTCAACTTTATCCTTCTCTAAATAAGTAATGTCAGTGATTTTTGTATTTTCTACAATATCTTTTATTTTTTCCATGGGAATGTTAAATTCTTTGGATAATTTATATATTGATTTACCATTACGGTAATTTTCTTTAATATACTTATTTATTTCATTTTTGACAAACAATGTTGTCCTATTTAATTGTTTACCAATATCTGAGTACTTTTTATTGTTTTTAAATGATTGAATAATAAAGTCGAGTTCTTCTTTATACAATATGTTATTTGCAGACATATATATTTATCATATTTACATGTTCTTAAATGGTTATTAATTTTTAGGAATAGAATAAAAAGTTTCCATTTTGAGAATTTTGCACATAATAATCGTATATTTTCTGAACAAATAAATGTACAATCCGATTGCACAAATTGCGCTTAATGGATTTTGACAGGATGCAAACACATGAGCGAGGAAACTAGTGTAAATGTCAAACTCCGTTTCAGAAATTTCATACCAGATAAGGTTTAATATTGCGATTAGTAAAGAAAGAGAAGTATTAATATAAAATCCATCGTAGTGACCATATGCTATTGAGTAAATTACAAATTGGTATGACATTAATAAAGGCACGAAAGATAAAGTAGTGTTGAAGTATGTTTTTTTTGTTGTTTTGTATGTATCGACGACTGAAACATATGTGTGATAGATAGTGGACACAATCATATTGAGAAGGAAAAATCTAACAACATAAAAATTACAAAAGATTGATGGGAATAGTCCAATGCATATGTACAATATTTTAATGAAGAATATTGATTCTGTTGGATTGAAGAAACCTCCTCTAAAATGCATGATTTTGGTATTAGCATGTTGCCAAGTTGGCAAGTAGAAATTTATAAGAGTACATAAAATCAGAATAATTGAGCCCAATGGATCTTGATTAATAGAATTCGTTAAATTTAACAGATTATACAAGACTAAAGTGGTGGTAATTGAATCACAACCATGGTCGAATAATTCTGTTGTCGGATTATAATACATATTTACTCTTTTACCCTGCATGCCATCTAAAGTATCCATAATCTGATAGAATAGCAGTAAAGTCGAACATATTACACAAGTTGCCAAGAGACCAATGTAATTTTTCAAAAATATGGTGATAAATGTACTGACAAAAACGCCAGTCAAACCAATAAGAGTTATTAGATTAGGAGACATATTTATAGGAATATAATCAATACAATAAGTAGAAATAGTCTTATAATAAGGTGCCAATATAGAATCATCTTGTGACACGTATCTATAATTTAAAATTGCCTGCTCCATGTATGTTTTTATTTAACAAATGTGTAATTATTAAATAAATTATCAATTTTTTTGCGTTGAAAATGTGATATTAATAATAAATATAATAAATATATAGAATGAGCGATCGCGTTGAATTATTATTACCAAAAGACTATATGACCAGATCAAATATATTAGTTGTTGGTAACAGAGGAAGTGGAAAAAGTGAATTGGTAAAAAAAATGATTCTAAGAAAGGAGGAAGTGGAAAATATTACAATTATATCTAATACAGAAAAGGATCATCCGTTTTACAGTAAATTTGTTGAGACTGATAACATTTATTATAAATATGATAGCAAAATATTAGAAAATCTTATGAATGAACAATCAGAATCTGATGCATTGATTAATAAATATGTTATTTTGGATGATTGTGTAAATGAAATTGATAGTTTTCTGAATGAATTTTTACTGAATTGCAAAGAGAAGAAAATATATGTGATAGTCTGTGTTCAGCATTATGTTAAAAGATTATGCAATAGTAGAAAATGTTTTGATTATGTATTTATGTTTGGAAATTTACTCAATTCTACTGTAACTCAATGCTACGAATCTTTCTGTGAATCTGTTTTGGATTATAGTTTTTTTATTGATAAATATAACAAAATACTATCCAAAGAATTTTCATATATGATTGTGGACAACACGACTTCAGAAATAAATGTTCTGGATCAATCAAACAGACTACCACTACCAATTAATTGTGTGCGCGAATTAGAAGTAATGTGTCATTCGGTAATAGTGGGAGGAAATAGACCATTAAAAGCAAAATTAATGAAGAAAATGATAGAAAATGCAAATAGTGATAATGTGATAATAATATCACGTCACGAAAAATTCGAAAACTATTTTACTGGAATTGTGCCACAGAAAAATATTCATAATGAGTATAAAGATGAGATAATCGATAAAATATTGAAAGAACAAGAAATAAAAATCATAAATGCAAAGAAAAATAATACACCAAAAAAAGAATGTGAAATTGTGTTAATATTAGATGAATGTCTTAGTCAGAAAGGATCATGGGCGAAGAGTCCAGGAATTAATGAATTATTGTTTAACGGAAGACATTATCATATAGGTTATATTTTGTCAATGGCTTTTCCAATGGGTCTTACTCCAGATTTAAGATGTAATTTTGACAATATATATATCACTTATTCGGATTGTGTTGCTAATACAAAAAGAATATACGATCATTATGCAGGTGTGTTTCCTAATTATTATTCTTTCAATGAAATATTTAAAGTAGTGACAAAAGAAAACGGAATAATGATGATATGCTGTAGAGGAGTACGAAGTTCGATATGTGATAAAGTATTTAGTGTGATTTTGGATGATCCATCAGATAAAAATAAAGATATTACTGTTCCAGAAATTCAGGATGTCAAAGATTTGAGTGAATACAGTTGTCCAGAACTTGATGTGTTGTCTAAAGAAAATAATAAATTAGACGAAACCGATAGAACTATTTTGTTGAAAGTTTTGGCTGTATTAGAAAAAGTAGTAAATAAAATATATGATTAAAAATAAATAAATATATGTGATAAATTTATTATGATGATAATGATTATTATAATAATTGTAATATTAATTTTAATACTGGTGTCAATGTTTAATATAAATAATTTTGAGCATTTTGAGGAATTAAAATATGCGAATGACAATGATCAATATGATTTTCCATTTAAAATTCCCAATTTAATATGTAAAGAACATGCGAATATGATAATAGAAAGAGTATTAAATGATTTGAAAGATTCGGAAGTGATTAGTGGAAAATATACAGATGTAAGAAATAGTAAACATACTTGGATACCAAAAAATGATCCATTAGTAAAACCAATTTTTGAGTTGTTGTCTAAAACTTTTAACATACCATTTGAAAATGCCGAAGATTTGCAAGTTGTTAGGTATCAACCAAATCAATATTATAAAGATCATCATGATGCGTGTTGTGATGATGTAAAAGAATGTCATGAGTTTGTGAAAAGAGGAGGCCAGAGAAAAATGACAATATTAATATATTTAAATGACGGTTTTGAAGGAGGAGAAACAAGTTTTAAAAATCTTAATATGAAAGTAAAGGGTGAAATAGGTGATGCAATTATATTTTATCCTTTAGAAAAAAACAGTAATAAATGCCATCCATTAGCTTTACATGCAGGTACTCCAGTAATAAAAGGAGAAAAATGGATCGCAAATGTATGGTTTAGAGAAAAAGAATTTAGATAAATAAATTATTTACAATAATGATCTAAAATAAGGTCAAGAACAAAAGAATTAATATCGGCCTTTAGCCAAAAAGTTAATTTATTGGATGTATTGGATGATGAAGAGTGTATCGAAAAAGGTAGCAATCTTTCGTTAATAAAAGTTTCGTTTATTATTAAATCTTTGCCCTGAATCTCAATTGAATGTTGTATTTTTTCAATTTTCATTCCAAAAATTTTTATAAAGTTACCAATAGTAAATTTAAGCCATTCACCAATATCAGTTATATCATTATAAACATTACTTACACTATCTTTAGGAGCCTCATAAGATTGAATATAATAACTATTTATTTTATCTCGCACAATATGTAGTTTAAAGAGTGCGTAACCAAAAGAAAACAATTGAGTTTTGAAATTATTCAGAACACACATTTCAATTAGTTTTTTCTTAATTCTATTTGTGGCATGATTGTTGTAATAATTTGTTATTAATGAATCAAAACTTTCGGAACTATCATAAAGATTCAAAACAATATTTTCAATATGATCAATGTGATGATATTGTAAATATTCCATCAACATAACAAATTCATAACAATCTTTACTTTTGATTCTCGGATAACGATTGATTCCATAGGCAATATTTAAAGCAAGTTGTATTGCTTTTTTACTAAATATATATTTACCGATCTCATCGTCCGTAACATTTTTCTCACAAATAGTATCTTTGAAAGTTTCTTTAGATTGGTTTTTATAACCAAAATCCAGCACTATATCGATTACATTTTTTTCTGGCAAATAAACATCATCAATTATGTCAAAGTAACCAAATACTTTTAAAAAATGTTTATGAACATAAAACAGTAATTGATTTGGGCCTTTATTGAATCTAAGAGTATAAATTTCAGAATCCATGGGAATTTATTTTCTGTCAAAATTTATGAATATATCATACTATTTAAATTTCAACTTTTTTATTGGATTTAAATGAATAATTAATATGACACATTAATGGACTGTTTTACGATTAAAGCAAATCCTCATCAATACTCTTCTGGATTTTATTATAAAATTAACACTGCCAGTAAACAGGAATATGAATATATATTAGATTGTCAATTATTGGAAGGTGATTCTGCGTTTGTTTATTGTGAAGATGAACAATGTCGTCCTCTGATATCCAGAGAAAACAGAATTTATTGTGGTGAGGAGAAAAATTTTACATTTTCAGTAAAAGGAAATGGTAAAGTAATAAGATTTGGTATGTTATTTTCAGGAATAAATAAAGAGTATAATTTATTAGTAAATAATGTAACTATTAAAAAGAATGATGAGATAGTCAACGAAATGAACAATCTGGTATTACACAAAAATTCTCAATTGATCCACAAGAAAGAACCCACAATTATCATGAACAAACACTTTATAAAAGATGCAAATAAAAATGTTAAAATTAACAATAACATTTTAAATATTAAAAAAACAATTGAAAAAACGGTGAGTATTATATTTCCAATATTAAATCAAACAAATGATAACAAATATATTGGCATGTTGAATGATATTCAAAGTCAAAATTATAGAAAAATGGAAATAATCATATATACTAATGAAAATATTCGAAACAGAATAAGATTTCCAAACGTTAGAATTGAAAAAATGGATAATAATTATGGAAGAACAATAAATAAAGGAATTGTCAAGAGTAAAATGGAATATATATGTATTGTGAATGAAGAAGAAAGACTAAGAGATAATAGCAGTATTAGAGATATTCTAAACCAGAAGTTTAATGATTTTATTTTTTCAAATTCAAACGAGTCATATAATGAATCTGATAATATGATGATTAAGTGTCAAAAAATTGGATTATGTGTTTGGAATAAAGAATATATGAATAAAATTGGAAAATTCAATGAATTTCTAAATGAAAAATCTTTTGATGATTATTTATTGCGTACATTAAGAATAACAAAAGATCCGATACATTATGAAGAAAAATTGTTAAAGTCGAAAAAGAAAAGTGCTGATAACGAATTAATAAAATATGTTTATACCAACAACATAATAAATCATTTTGACAATAAAGAATTTACAGTGATAATGACAGATTATCAACACAACGAGTTATTAGAAACAGATTCAAACAAAATATTTGTAGAAAACAACAAAAATTTAAAAATAGATTTTAGTGATAATAGGATAACTATGAGTACAGATATATTCAAAATACTGTACACACAGATAAATATCAAAAAACTAATATCTAACAATTCAGAGATTTATGACAATATAATTTTATAAACAAAAAGTTGAAAAAATTATGATAATAAAAATGTTATTTAATAATAATAAAACGAATGGTGAAAGAATGTAAAGTCGTTATAGTTGGTTCATCAGGAGTGGGAAAAACATCATTATTAGATCGATTAAGAAAGAATCAATTTTTTGAGTACACTCCTTCGACAATTGGATCGACATACAGCGTTGTCAAAAAAGATTTGGGTAATGGCGATTATTGTGATATTAAAATATGGGATACGGCTGGTCAAGAAAGATATCGCGCATTAGTTCCACTTTACTTGAGAAATTGTGATGCCATATTATACGTTTACAATGCGTTTGATCATAGCAATTGTGAAACAGATTTTTGGATGAAATTTATAGGCAATGAATATGATGACAAAAAAAAACTACCTTTGTTATATTTGATTGGTAATAAAATTGATTTACTAATGAATGACTCAAATGAAGATATGATAAAGAGTGATGTGGAATCGAATTTAAATGTTTGTATTCCTGTGAAAGATCATCAAATGGTATCAGCTAAAACTGGAAAAAATGTAAATGAATTATTTGATAAAATGGTAAAGGATTTATACTGCCAAAATATAAATAATAATATTGAACAAATTTCAGACCCTTGTTCCATTATAATCGAAAATAATAATTATGAGGAAAAAGGTTACATATCAAATTATTTAGGAAAATGGTGCGGATATTTTTGAGAATTTAGTTTATTAAAAAAAATCCCATATAGTAAATAAAAATATATATACTTATAGTATATCGATGTGTAATTGCGGTAAAAACAAATGTGGTGGTTGTCAAACCAAATGCGTTGTAAATGGATATGGTACAAATTGCTATACAAAGTGCCAATGCTCCAGATGTTGTTATAAGAATTCAGTGACTCTTGTTTATGGAAATAGCAACGGTTATAGTAACGGTTATACATACTGTGCTCAACCACAAGGCAGATGCTGCGATCCATGCAAACCAAAATGCTGCGATCCATGCAAACCAAGATGCAGTGTTTGCCCAGCAAATTGCCCTGACAAGTACAAGTGGGCGCCAAAAAGAATTTGCTGTGAAGAAGTTAAATTATGCTGGAATGATTGCAAGCCAAAGAAATGCTGTAAAGTAAAATCATGCAGTTCTAAATCAACAAAATCATGCAGTTCTAAATCAACAAAATCATGCAGTTCTAAATCAACAAAATCATGCAGCTCAAAGTCATCAAAATCTAAATGTACATCAAAGCCAAAAATAGTAAATGGTAAGAAAAAATGGTGCTGCAAGTCTTGCAAAAATAAGTACTACAAAAACAAGCATTAAAATAATATATTTATAATCAATATGTTTAACTTAAAGAAGTTAGACATATGTAAAGTTTAATATGAAAAAGAAAATAATAATTGTAACAGGTGCAAGACCAAATATAATGAAAGCATTTGCAGTGTATAAATCTTTACAAAACAATTATGATATTACGCTGATTCACACAGGACAACATTATGATTATGATATGAGTGATATATTTTTTGATGAACTAAGATTAAAACCGGATATCAAACTAAATCTTGAATCAAAAACAAAAGCAGGAATGTTAGATAATTTTTTGTATAATAATAATAATATTTTTGAAATGGATGTTTTAGATGTTGTACAACATTTATTATCGTCAGAATTGAAAAAATGTGGGCAATTAGGAGAAATAATAATCAAATTAGAAAAGTTTATAAAAGATATGTGTTTAGTAATTACGTTCGGAGATGTAACGAGCACACTTGCAGCAGCATTATGTTGCCATAAATTGAATATAAAAATTGCGCATATAGAATCCGGTCTAAGAAATTTTGATAATCAAATGCCTGAGGAGATAAATAGATACATTGTGGATCATATAAGTAATTATAATTTTTGTTCAGAAAAATCGGGATTAATTAATTTGATAAACGAGGGGATAACAAAAGACTGTTATTTGGTGGGAAATACTATGTTAGAAACTTTAAGATATAATTTAGATGAAATTAAATCTAAAAAATCATATTTAAAATATGAGATGGAACCATATAACTATGTATTACTTACATTGCACAGACATGAAAATGTGGATAATAAAGAAAATTTAGATGTAGTATTAACTGATCTAATAAAATTATCAGAAAAATATAAAATAATATGGCCTGTCCATCCTAGAACAAAAAAAAGTATGTATAATTTGGATATAGTTGATAATATTATTCTGATTGATCCTCAGGGTTATTTAGATTTTACATGTTTGCAATATTATTCGAAATTCATAATAACTGACAGCGGAGGAATACAGGAAGAAGCAAATGAAATGGGTATCACATGTTTTACTTTGAGAAAAAATACAGAGAGACCAAGTACACTGATAGAAAATGGAGGAACAAATATATTGATACATTCAATTAAAGAAATAAATGAACATATAATAGTAAGAAAAGATAATAGTATAAATGATCACACACCAAGTCATCATATTGCAAATATTTTAAAGAAAGTAATTTAGACATTCCATTCTCCAAACTTTCTTAAACAATCCAAAAAGATGTTTTTAATATTTTTCATATTATTGCTCAAAGATTGATCTTTGCCGTCACTCAGAGTTTTGACATCCAAATAAGAACAATTAAGAAGTTTATAATTGTGAATTTTAGTGGCATAATAAGAGTACCATAAATCTTCAACAAACACAAATCTTTTATTTAAATAATAGAAAGATTCGTCGGTAAATATTTGAGTATCAGTTATCATAGTACCAGTTCCACCATAATCTAATACATTATATTGTTTTTTGTTTTGAGAAAATATGTTTGACCAAGAATTCCAATAATCTGAATTTTCATTAAATTTTCTTCCGCTCCAATGCAAACTATGTTTTAATTTTCTTTTTTGGATAAGTTGGGAAAAAATGTTATCTGATAATATTTGATCATCGTCAATAAAAATAACAAACGGAAATTCTTTGGTTGACAATAAATACTTTACTAAAACAAAGCGGGCAAATCCTCCAATATTTTCTTTGGAATGGCACCACGAAACATTAAATTTATTACTGTTGTTGTTTAATATATTATTTAATTTCTCGCTGCTGTTATAATTATTGTTCCATATGTACAAATGGAAATTGTTATATTTCTGACAATTTAAATTTTCCAGTTGTTTTTCTAAATTGTCTATCCTGTTCCACACACACATAATAACCGGAACAAGATTATTATTTTTGTTAACAATTTTATTATTTATTGTGGCTGGATAATATTTAGTATAATCAAAACAATTTTCTCTGAGCGGATTATAAATATTGTTTATTGTAAAGTTATCTGTTAAATTATTAGTGAATATGTTATAATCTTTGATCTTATTCACATTTAGAATAAAAGTGTTTTTGTCAATATTATTAAGATTAAATTTAAACATTGAATTGTCTTTTGATACAGTGATATGTTCTTCGACGTATTCAATCGGCAAAATTAATTTATCAATAAAATTTTTATCATAATAATAATTTTTTTTGTTTAAAACTATGATCCACTCGAATGTATAAGCTGGAATTATTTTTTCGTCATAAAATACAGTGAATTCGGTTTTTATAAAATCATCGATACTAATATCATGGTTTGTCAAAACACATACTTTATTTTCCATAGAGACATTTAATTTGAAATGATCAAAAATTTTTCTAAAAAGATGTTTGTATGTGTATTTTTTGTGAACTAGCTCATACAATCTAATGTTTGTATCAGGCATCATATTTATATCAGCCTCCAAATCATATTTGTTGTCATTAGTAAGATAATATATATTATTACCAAAAATATTTTTCATTCCTAATGACTCATTGGAGATAATATTTGTGCCACATGCCGCTAATTCCATAACCCTTCTAGAAAACATAGATTTTGAATCAGAAACAGTGTTTATGTTTAAGACACATTTATACTTTTTATAAACATTGTCAATAACTTGTGAATAAGTGAGTGATGGTTTAATGTATTTTGTAAATTTGTCAGGGTATTCACATTTTGATTTGTTGATTTCCATATTTTTTATTTGATAGGCTGCTTTATTATGCATATATTTTCTGTCATATATATCAATAGAGTAATTATTACATAGATTATTCAGTATTATATCCATAATGTTGCAACGATTATCAAGAAAATTATAATATGACCCAGGGAAGGCTATTTTATTTATAGAAACAGTTTTGATAGGATTATGAATAATAGGATTAATTAAGAATGTAGTTGACATAACATTTTTACAGCCAAGTTCCCTATATTTAGTGACACATTCTAAAGATGTTGTAATTACCATGTCAAACAATATTGCAGAGTTCTTAAATCCATCAAAAAAAATTGGATCTTCTTTGGCATAAAAAACTGTTGGAATTTTTTTCTTTTTACAATGTTCAAGAATTCTTAGTATTTTTTTAGGAGATTCAAAAATTTGGTCTCTCCATTGTTCATCAATCCCGGCCCAAGCAGATTCACAAAAAAATATGTCAAAATTAGTGTTAATAAGATCATGATCGGGTTTTATGTATATACAGTTAAAAATTGAATCAATATTCTCAAAAGTAAAAATGTCAGCAACAATGCCAATGATGATATTATTAACTTTGTTTTTTTTATATGTCGTAACTTTATTGGACATATTACATGCTAGATTAATATTATCAGTTACTATGTGATTTTTTTCAATAGCACAACAGTAGATTCCTTTAATATTCAAAGTATCTTTTGATTCGATAAACAGACATTTCGGATTCTTTGGGTTTTCACCATCCACATAATTAATAGTTACCCAATTTCGATTCCACAAGATATTAGATTTTGGTATTGGTATACTATCGATAGAAAGCTTGATTGTTATATTATTATCAAGATTTGAATAGATTCTTATTTCGAAAATTTTGTCATTTGGTAACATTGGAAGATTATATTGAATAATATAATTATTCAAATTTTTTGAACAAATAGAACTATCATACATAAGTTTTTTCTTGTCATTGTTTGGCAACGGTGGAATATTGGTAGATTCAAATATTTTGGTTTGTTTTATCAGTTCATTTTTAAGACTGTGTGTGCCAAGGACAATTTTTCTTTCTTGGTGTACAGGAGCACCAACTAACTTGACTTTCTTTTTTCTTTGTTGATACAAAATGTCATTTTTATTAAATTTCTCAAATTTTTTAATAGGAGTCTTTTTTATTTCAACAGGTTCTCTTGTCGGTTTCCTAAAAAGTTCAATATTATGATTCATTAAATTATGAATATTTACATATTTTTAAATAAAAAAAAATTGAAAAAATATATATTAGATTAATAATGTTTTAATAATTAATATAAAAAATGCTTTCACGATTACGTAGTTTTATATATGGAGAAAAATATGATGAACAATCTCAAAACGAGAGAAAGGTAAAAGATATGAATAAAAATGAATTTTTGGATTTTGTAAAAGAAAAAAACTTTCCCAAATTAGATATTAGTTCTGCAAATTATAAAAAAAGTTTAGCTGATATAAATATTTACGAGGATGATCTATTGACGTTTGAGTTTGAATTATATGAAAAACTTAAATCACAATTAGAAGTTTACAAATATAATAAGGGAAATGATATTTTAAAAACAAAGAAATTCTACGTAAATCCAAAATTCGATAAGGATACATATGAGAAGAGTAATGATGATATAAACGCAAATCCAAAAAGTATTTCACCTGATATTTCAATAAACATGGAGATTCATAATCCAAATAAAGTTTTTAATATGAATGACATTGATCTGAGAGAATATAATGCAACTTTTAGGGAATCACAATTAAAAACAGATATGTTGGGTATTAGCAAAAATATGTTAAATGATTTACCAGAATTGTTAAAACAAACAGTTATAGGAAAATATAACGAAATTTTAAAAAATCCTTTATCGGCAAGACACCATAATGTTGGCAAAAGTTCTCTTGTGTATAAAACATCGAAAAAAGGTCCAATAACAGACATAAAATCTTTTAGACAAGTAATTGGAATACCATCTATTGTAAGTCATTTTCATAGAATATTGGCACTTAGAATAAACGAATATTTGCAATCAAACGCCTATATAGACACAACAATACAAAAAGGTGGAATTTCAGGAGTCAAGATGCCTATATTTGAACAAATAATCAAACTTAAAAATATTATCAAAGATGCCAACAAAAATAAAAAATCATTATGTGTGACTTTTATTGATATATCTGATGCTTTTCCTAGTTTAGAAATAAGCAAGCTCAAATATGTTATGTTAAAATATCATATGCCTGAGAATTTGATTCAATATATAGTCAGATATTATGAGGACTTTACTTACTATGTATCAACATCCCAATGGAAATCGAAAAATATAAAATGGAATCGAGGGTTATTGCAAGGATGTCCAATATCATCAGTGTTATTCGTGCTTGTGTTAAATTACATATTGAAATATTTAGAAAATAAGTATGTAAATGAGTGTGGATATGAAATTGATGGTAAAAAAGTATTATTTTTGGCTTATATGGATGATATTGCATTGACTTGCTCAAATATGGAAGCAGGCAAGAAGATATTTGAAGAATTAGAGAAGATATTGTCAGAATTTGGTTTGAAAGTTAATAAAACCAAAACTGCTAATATGTTGATAAATATTCAGAATGTTATTCAAAGTGATATAAGTACTGCTGTGAAATATAAGTATTTGGGAGAATGGATTTGGTCTGATGGAAACTCTCTAAATAATTTGAGAACACTTTTATTCACTATCAGAAGTAAAATGTTGTATATGGAAAAAAGGAATTTACCAAATGATCAGAAAATTGTTCTCTTGACTAGCAAGATTATACCATTCCTACACAAAAAGTTTGCTGTTCTCTATGATGTTAGTGTGATTGAAAAACTCAAAATATTAAGAATTATAAAATATTATGCTGAAAAATGGGGTATGAATTATAATGATGATATAAATGTTTTGTTCGATATGAAAGAATTATTGAAAGACACTGATGACGAAATATTGAAAAATTTAGATTTTGAGTATAATGCTTATGATATTAAAGAAAATGAAGAGCTAAATATAAAGATGAAATTATCACAAGTAAAGTTTGAATATGAAAATAGAAACCAACAAGAAATAATTGATTTAGACCTAGATTAAAAAATAAAAGAATAAAAATAATATCTGTATGTAATTTCGCTAACTATTTTTAAGAATTATTAATAAGAATCCCAATGACTTTTGAAATAGTTGAAATTATAAAACAGATGTGATATAAATTGACTATTTGTAAGATACATTAGTGTGTTGGAATATTGATAATAAAATAGTCCAAAGTATTCATCAAAATAATTTTTTACATAACAATTCACAGGAAATTATTCCATTGTACCTGACGTATATTAGAATTGTTTAAAGATTATTTGTTAACTATTCTTAAGAATCAGAAGAATTATCCCATCGATAATTTAGAATAGTTTTATAAGAATACCAAACTAATCAAAAGAGTTAACATCCGATAACTTTATTGAACATTAGATTGGTTTCAATAAAAATGTAGTTATTTTGAGTTCACAATAATTTTTAAACAACAATTCACAAGAGATTATTTCATTGTACCCTACGTATATTAGAATTGTTTAAATTATTTGTCAACTATTCTTAAGATATTACAAATAAGAAGATCTATCCTGAATATCAAGAATAGTCAACTGTAAAATAATTGAAAAAATATTTGTTTATTAAATAATTATAATAATAGTAATAATAAATGCAGAAATTAGATTATAACAACAAACAAGATGTCAAAAACTATTTAATAAAAAAAATCACTAATAAATACTTGTTTAAAGGAAAAAAATTTTATAAAACTTTGGTAGATTTATACGATATATATCCATCAACTATAACAAAAATTTTAGATAATATACCAAAACTAACTTATTTTAAAGATTATTTGAGAATATTAAGTTTTTCCGAAAATGATAAACTTAATAATTATATTTATGACAAATTATTGAAACAGTTTAGAGAAGATATAGAAAATAAGAAAAATAATAAGCCAATATCGACTTTAGCAAAATGGTTACCGAGGAAAGGAAGAAAGTATGATAGAGAACTCAATTTTGTAAATATTTTTGTCGATATGTTGTATGGAAAAAAAAATAGATTAAATATGTTTATTAAATACAAAAAAACAGTAGCAGATTTAACCAGAGTTATAAATCCAATAGAAATAAATCTATGTAATAAAAAACATGATAATATAGATGTATTTAATCTAACCAAGAAAAATTATCAAACATACAATAAAAAGTTACAAAAACATGATGATTTGAAAGAACAGTTGTATAAAGCAAATGAAATATCAATACAAAAAATGTCATATAATGATTTAATAAATAGAATAGTTTGGTTGTATGAATTAAACGATTACAAAAAAGAAATATATAAACACGAGATTGAATTATTAGAAAAATATTGGGATAGGGATTTCACAGTACATGGTGAAAATTTAGAATTTGATATTAAAAATAAAACTTTAGTTCTAGACATAAATTCTAGCATGTATAACAGCATGAAAAAAGATATTATAAAAATAAGCTTATTATTTCTAAATACAAATGGTTATTTAGTAATAAACAAAAAAATACCTGTCACAATAAAGAAATCTAGTTTATTCAGTAGTTTAGACAATATACTAAAGAATATTGGAATGTCCTTAAAAACAGATTTGTCTGAGATAGAATCTGTAATAATAAATGATAATTTACAGAATAAACATTTTGTTGTTATAACAGAAAAACCGTGTGAAAATATTAAAGGGGGAATCTCTGATTTCCAATACATATGTTATAATCAAAAGAATTTCAAACAGATAAATAATAATCAATATGAAGGTAATTTTTTGATAAATAAATATGAAGGAGTAAGACGTAGATTAATAACAAAAATAGTTAACAATAAAGAACTTGAAGATAATTTTGTAAAAAACATAGTTATGTTCATAATACTATTTTTATTTTTACTGATAACTTTTACATCAAAATTTGTTTAAACAAAATGACATAATTAATACTAACAATGAAAACAGCAACATATTTTGGCAAAAAGATTGTGAATTATTATTATTATGTTCGTAATTAATTAATTTTAAGGAAATATCATTACATTTATTTATTAGTGCATTGTTTTCATTTAAAAGTAATTTATTATGTTCTTCTAAATTAGTGTTAGATTCAGAAAGGGTTTGACATTTGTCTTTTAATAATGTGTTTTCAACTAAAACTTTATTATACTTATTTTCTAAGTTGGTTGTGTGTTCAACAAAATCAAAAGTGATATCTTTTAGATCATATTGATTCATTAAACTTTGATTACTATCTTTAAGGAAAACCAAATATCTTTTTGGAGATACATCACTGTCATACTTTAACAATTTTATATCTTCGTAATTTTGAAGTGCCTTATCCAAATATGTATTAAAAGTTGTAACTGTATTATTTTTTAATTCTGGACATAAATCTTGGCAACCCAGATAGACAATATTTATATCAACTAATGAATTAGGTTTGTCATGCATAAACAGGTAAATTGCATTGTCTAATTGTTCTAATTTGAATTCCATAATATATAATCAATATTTTCATATATCGTAACAGACACTGTTTTTTTCAATTTTTATTTATGGAAAAATTGAAAAAAAAAGAGTTAAATAATTAAGTTTATTAAATAGAATATCAAAAATGTTAAGTTATATTTTCGGTTGTGAAAAAGTAAATCAAGACGTAAAAAAGAAATTGTTTTTAGCTGTCAGAAAAAATTGTTGCAATCAGATAGTAAAACATTTTGAAGAAACTAAAGGAGACAATGTAGATAAGTATAGAGACAGCTACAACAATTCTCTACTACATGTTGCTATAAATTATGGCAGAAAAGAAATAATGGAACATTTGTTAAACTTGGGAGCAAGTATGGACACTTTGAACGAATTAAAGACTACTCCAATGGATATGTTGATGAGAAAGAACAATCGTGAATTGTTAAACAGTTACATAAGTTTCAAATATCGTGAAGTTTATCAAGTTAAAGCCGAATTAGAAAGAAAAAATTCTATGCAACAAGATAACATTAATGAGTTAACTAAGAAATTATCATCTACATCAGAATTATTGACAAAATTAGAAAAGATCAATAAAGAACTATTAAAACAAATAGAAGATTTGAGAAAAGAGAAAAATCTATTAAGTAGTACATTGGTCGAAAATAACAAAAAGATAAATGAAAAAATATCAATGATTAAAAATTTGGAAAATATTTCAAAGAAATTAACAGAAGAAAATATGGCTCTCAGGGGAGATAATACTAGTTTAAAGGTAGAAAATACTGCATTGAATCAGAACAACAAAAGATTGCGTGAACAAGGAGATGAGCTGGATAAAAACAACAAAAAATTAAGATCAACAGTTGAATCATTAACAGAAGCAGCAAAGAAAAAGCAATAATTTTTTTATATTTAAGAATTTGTATTTAAAAGAATATAAATTATAACATAATTAATGAACATAATTGACAATATTAAAAAAACGGAAAGTTTTTGGAATTTACCAAAAAAAACAATTTTTCATAATGCAATAAATTTGGTAATATCTCAAAAAATATCATTCGAACAAGGAAGAAAAATAAGACAGGAATTATATAAAAAGATAAACAGCTTTGATTTGTCAAAAGAATTGTTGTGTAAATTAACAAATCAGGATTTTGCCAGAATAGGATTAGAGGATAATAAAATATCAGTAATAAATAAAATTATTGATGCAGAAGATTTGTCCATAAATTATTTGGAACAATTAAAAGGAATAGGACCTTGGACAATAAAAAGTTTAAAGATTATGAATGGAGAGAAAAATTTATTTTTGGAAGAGGATTATTGGATACGTAAAAGATTAAAAGAATTATTTAATTTGGACAAAGTTCCCACAATAAAAGAATCAAAAAAAATAGTAGAAAACATAAATTGTGACAAAAGTGAACTAACTAAATTTTTGTGGAGAATAAAACCCAATGGGATTGTAAAGGTTAAAAATAATGAAGAATTGGTGAGAGAAGACTTTTTATAATAAAAATTGATAATTACATCAACTGGATATATTATAAAGTAATAAGTTACTAAATCATTATGATACTTGAATTATATAAACCTATAGGCATAACAACTGTCGAATTTATTGAACAGTATAAGAAAGAAACAAAATGTAAAAAAATTTGTTTTGCAGGTAGATTAGATCCATTGGCACATGGTAAACTCTGCGTATTGACTGATGAGGATGTTTATAGGAAAGATGAATTTTGTGGTTGCGATAAAATTTATGAAAGTTATATAATCAAAAATATAACAACAGACACATATGATATAATGGGTATTCCCAGTATATCTTACAAAGAAGAACAAGAAATTCCCAAAAAAATTATGCAAAAATATCCTCCATACTCCAGCGTCATGATTACAAAACATCGTAAACCGTATTGGTTTGTAACAAAAATGAATTTGCAAATGGAAGAAAAAGATATACCAACAAAAGAAGTAGAGATTCATTCAATAGAGAAAGTAGATGAGAAGAAAATTAGTTCAAAAGAAATATTTGATATTGTAAATAATAGAATTAGTAAAGTAAATGAAAAACAAAATTTCAGACAAACAGAAATATTAGAAAAATGGAAAGAAATATTAACTGATAATGAAGAACAATTAACAGTTATCAAAGTGAGGGTGAAATGCAGTAGCGGCACTTATATAAGAAACATAGGTAATATGTTAAATGGATGTTGTTTTGACATTTGTAGAATAGAGTATATTAAAAATTGATTTTTTTATTTATAGGAACAATAAATTATTTTATTATTTATAAAATGAATTATTATTTAGAACGTAGCAAAGAAACCCAAAATTTCAGTTATCCAAACAATTTTAAGCCAAATGTCAAAATAAGCGAATTATTGAATTTAATAACAAATAATATAATTGAGGTAGGACAAATAGATAAGCAGAATGTGTACAAAATTGCTGGCAGAGTGGTATTAAAAAGAAAATACGGAAAATTATATTTTTACACAATGAAGAAGGATAATATAAAGTTTCAAATATTGTGTAATGCAAAGGAATACTTATCTGATGATTTTAAGGCTATAAACAATACGATTCAAATGGGGGATATAATAGGCGCGGAAGGATATATATCAAAATCGAACACCGGTGAACCAAGTTTAGTTCCAATTAAATTATTACTCTTAACACCATGTCTTCATCCAATACCAAAATCATTTGAATCACAAAATACTAATTCTAATAATGGAAAAATAGTAGATGTGGATGTTCGATATAGAAAAAGATACCTAGATATGATAATAAATGACGAAACAATGAATATATTTATAAAAAGAGGCAAAATAATAAAATTTGTAAGAAATTATTTGGATAGTTTAGGGTTTTTAGAAGTAGAAACGCCTATATTGCACCAAAGTTATGGGGGAGCGAATGCCAAGCCATTTGTAACTTATCATAATGATTTAAAACAGGAAATGTTTATGAGAATAGCACCAGAACTAAATCTTAAACAATTAGCAATAGGTGGTATGGATAAAATTTACGAAATAGGAAAACAATTTAGAAATGAACAGAATGATGCAACACATTTGTGTGAATTCTTATCACTTGAATTGTACCAAAATTATGCAAATTATACAGACATGATAACATTGACCGAGAATCTGATGTCAGAATTAGTAAAGAATATTAATGGAGATTATCAGTTGAAATATAATAACGAAACTATTGATTTTACTCCTCCATTTAACAAAATAGATATTACACAAAAATTAAGCGAATTTGGTGTAAACTTGGATCTATTACAAAGCAATAATGAAACGGATATAACACAATATTTACAGCAAAAATGTGTCGAGTTAAAAGTAAAATGTCATCCAATGACAATACCAAAGATGTTAGACAAGATAATAGGTCATTTTTTGGAACCATTATGTAAGAACCCGACATTTTTAATGAATCATCCATCCACAATGTCTCCACTGTCCAGGAGATGTGATAGTAATACACATATAGCAGAAAGATTCGAACTTTTTATAAGTGGTATGGAGTATGCAAACGCATATTCTGAGCTGAATGATCCAAAAATACAAAAATCAAATTTTGAGAATCAGTTAAAAGACAAAAGTAATGGAGATGATGAAGCTCAAATACCGGATTTGGACTTTGTTACTGCTCTTGAGTATGGTTTACCACCATGTGCTGGTCTAGGTATTGGATTAGAGAGATTAATCATGTTACTGACGAATTGCTTGAACATAAAGGAGGTATCCACCTTTCCTCCAGTCAGATAAAAAAATTGATTATAAAAATGCTTGAAGACATAATTATATAGAATTAGTAATACCAAATTATGATGAACACTTATAAACCAAAACAATTCAACCAAACTGAAGTAACATTCTCTTTGGACGATGTCACGAGCAAAGACAAGACATTCTTGAAATTTGTGATTAAGGCAGCAAATAATTATGAGGGTTTCATCAATATAACAGGTAACGAACCACATAGCCAGGATTATTTACAAAAGATGTGGAATTTTGTAAAGAGTCCAGCATCTGATAAATTAAGATTGGGACAAGTGACATTATTCAGAAATCACTTTGAAGTGGAAAGCTCAGTACAATCTTGTGGTTTCAATTGTAGTATTCCATGTAATTTTAATATGGAACAAATAAGAAGAGATTTAATACAATTGATGGTAGAAAAGGATGCATTAACATTGTCATTCGGCAAAACCAAAGTTTCTGAGGAGAAAAAGAATCCCAGTGAAATTTATTTTTGTGTTGATGGCAAAACTAAAGTTTCTGAGGAAAAAAAGAATCCTGGCGAAATTTATTTTTGTGTTGATGGCAAAACTGGTGTAGCAGAAACACGCCAAACTCCTCTTGAAGAAAAACATAAGTCAAACAATAAAAGAAAATATTTAGTTGATGAATTGTGTGATCAATTATGTTTGGAAGATAATGTAACAAACAATAATGAAAAAATTGTTTACAAAAACGTGAATAATCAAAATAAGGAACATGTTATCAGAAAACAACCCTATTGCAAAAAAGTAGAAAAACCAAAAGTGGCGGCAGCACCTACATCAGTTCCAGTGGCAACACCAGCACGAACTTTGGCAACGCCAACCACTTTATACAATGGAATTCCTGATTTATCCAAATTATATTCCAATAAAGTAGAAAAGAGCGAAAAATCTTCAGAAGCGTTTGATCCATGGCGTGTACCAATGGTGTATAACCCAACACAACAATCTTTGCCAGAATCAAGTAGATACTGTGTTGGTCCTTGGTTCCAATCATCTGTGGAACCAGATGTACCACAGCAAACAAAATCATCACAATTTTGCGCAGATTCTTGCACTCAAGCAATGTTGAACGCTGTGTTGAATAAGAATTCAGAATCAGCTAAATATAGTCCAGATACTTGGATGAAAGTATCTACAGAACCAGATCAAAAGTCAGAATCAGTAGAAGATAAAACTGTAAAAAATCTTAAAAATTCTCTTAATAGTTTAATGGAATCTTTTTACAACAGTCAATTGGACACAAGTAAGAAACCAGTAAATGTTAATACTTTACCAACAACAACTAAAGAAGAACAACAGTCAGATAATATTGACTTAAATTCAATTGTAGAAAATGCTATTAATCAAATTTTTAACCAGAACAATAAGCAAGTAGGTGTAGATTTTCTATCAAAATTAGGTTTTTAATTTATTCATCAAAAAATTATTTTTTCATAAAAAAATTGAAATCTTTAAACTTAAAGAAACTTAAAGATTACTATATACATAAACAAGAGATATGAAACTAAACGTTGAATTATCAGTTGATGAAACCAACAACATCCTTATCATTAAAATAACAGATGTGGTAAGAGAGTTTATATACAATTATATGTATAGCTTAAATACTATTTTTAATATTAATACTTTGTGCATTTTCATGCATAATGGTAAAGAACTGAGTATTAAAAAAAGTAAAGATAATTATTTGATAATAAATGAGAATAGAATTGAAATAAAAACAGAAAATTCGTATGTTAATCAAGTAGGTCAAATTGATATTAATCAGTTGCAAAAAGATTTAATATTACTCATGTATCAAAAAAATTACTGTAAATTTAAAGTATTCTTTATGCCTTCTGATAATGTTATTCAAAATCATAAGGTTAAAAAAATGAACATAACCGAAGATGAAATCGCGACTGTAATGCAAAATCTCAGAAAGACTAGAACAAAAAGTGTAAAATTTTCTGGAAATGATTTTTTGACTAAACGAAAAGATTTGAAAAAGATTCCAGAAAAAAACAAAGAGGAAAATAAGCTATTAAGTAGTGAATTAAATAACAGTTTATGTGATCAGTCAAATAATAAACCAGAAGAACCATCTGATGCTAAAGTGGATGAACAATCTGATATTAAAACAGACGAACCATCTAACATCAAAGTGAACGAACCGTCTGATATTAAAGTAAATGAACAATCTGATATTAAAACAGACGAACCATCTGATATTAAAGTAAATGAACAATCTGATAAAATAGATGATCACACAGAACCAATATTGAGCGTATCTTTGTTAACAGATAATTCAGAAGGAGTAGACGAAAATATTAACAAAAGTATATTATCAAAATCATTGACAGAAAGCGAATATGAAAAAATTAGTAAAACATGGGATTTAGACGATATAGAACCATCGGAGTTGGAAAAATCAGCTGATGGATTGTTAAAATCAAATAGTTCTGAATTATACACAAATTATTTTTAAAATTATATATAATTAGTTTTTTTAAACAACTATAATGAACTGATTATAGAAGAAATAAATGATCAATAAGATCAATATTAGTGAAATAACAAGAGGTAAATTTTGAACGAATAAAAGAATGATCAAAATTAAGCAACAGAGTATTACCAAACTTATAATGCCGTTATTTGAATTAGCCATATATATTATATGTGTTCCAAAAAAAAATTGATAATATAAAAATCTTGAATAAAACTATATTTATAATTTGTTTATAATGAAAAAATTTTTACTGCAATATGTTTCTGATATACATTTGGAGTATTCACATAAGATTCCAAATATAAAGCCCATTGTTAATAATATTGCCCTTCTGGGTGATATTGGTAGTCCACGTATGTCTTTGTATAAAGATTTTTTAAAAGATGTGTCTAATAAATTTGACAATGTTTTTTTAGTGTCTGGAAACCATGAATATTGGAACATGCCGATGTATGGTGATAGGATTTACAGCAAGGAAGATATAGATGAAATGATAGAGGATCAGATATCTAAATATCCTAATATACATTATTTGAATAACAAAAGTTATATTGATAACAATGTTGTTATTATAGGAAGTACATTATGGAGCGAAATACCAGAAGAAAAAAAAGAGGTGGCGAGTAGGATAGTCGGTGATTGTAAAATGATAAAATACAACAATAGTATTGATCAAAGACTGAACAACCAAATGTTTTACGATTGTTCAGAATTTATTGGAAAAAAAATAAAGGACAATATTGATAAGAAAGTTGTTGTTCTGACACATCATTGTCCAAGTTATAAATTTATTTCGGAGAAATTTAAAAACTACAATAATAATTTTGCTTTTGCAAGTAATTTAGATCATATGTTATCTAGTCCAGTATGTGTGTGGTTGTCTGGACATACTCATGGCAATTTTTACAAAGTAATTAATGGAGTAATTTGTTCGATTAACTGTCAAGGTTATAGAAAAGAGAATCTAAAAGATTATAATGTAGAAAAATACATCCAATTGTATTGTTAATTAACATTTTTTTATTATATGGCTGAGGATTTGCAAATGGCTACTTGTTGGTATTGCGTTGGATAAAATAGAATTTATAATGTTTTTTGGTCTGCTCATTATAAAAATTTGAAAATAAAAATAATTGTTATGTTTGATATATTTTCCAAACTAACAAAAATGAATAAAAATATAGGTACTCTTATGCAAAATAATGACTTTACCAAAAATATGAATAATATTATAATTCAAAACGATAAAGTAAATAGAAAAAATTTAAGATATCTATCTTCATGTACCATAGATGTATTTGATCTACTATTGACTGAAAATTATGACGATATTTTTCACTTAATATTTTCTGGAATAAATGTTAATATTAATTTAACAGATGAATCATTTAAAAAACTTGTCATAAAAAATAATAAACTTCATCGCATAAATTTGGATTACGTTAAATATATCAAAAAAAATAATAAAATAGATTGTTTATTGGATATATCAGAACTGATTTTAGCTGGTAATATTGATGATGTAAATTATTTGAAATCATTAAATATAAAATTGAATGAGCAATTAGATTTGAATGATAATACCATTTTTAAGTTATGTGACGAAAATAAGTTAGAAGTGCTATTTTATCTTAAAAATAATAATATTCAATTTAAATATCCAAACAATGTGATAGAATTAGCTTCTATAATAGGGTCAGTAAAATTATTGGATTTTTGGAAGAATTCTGGATTGTCGTCAGACTACACAAATATTTCAATGGATCAGGCTTCTGTAAACGGATTTATAGACGTGTTAGAATGGTGGAAAAAATCAGAATTACCATTAAAATACACAAATTATGCAATGAATCAGGCTTCAGAAAATGGTTTAATAAATATATTGGACTGGTGGAAGAATTCAGAATTACCATTAAAATATTCTAGAAATGCATTAAGTTGGTCGTATCATATTGATGTTTTAAATTGGTGGTTGATTTCTGGATTAAATATTAACTTTAATTTAAACAGAAGAATAAAGAAAAAAGTTGAGAGAGAGACTAATATGGATATTAGGAAATGGTGGGACAATTATCAACAAAATATAATTTGTGTATCTACATAATTTATTTTTTTTTATTTATTTTTATTTATTTTTTTATTTGGAGATTTAAAAAATTGAATTTTTTTTTGTAAGGGATTTAAAGACATTAATATGTGTATATAATCAACAATGTCACAACCAAACACAGAAAATTATGAATTCAAGGCTGAGATCAATGAGCTTATGAATATTGTAGTTAACTCACTTTATCAAAAACCTGAAGTATGTTTGCGTGAATTGTTAAGTAATTCATCGGATGCTTCCAATAAGAGACGTTATGAATGTTTGACAAAAGGAAAAATTTTAACTGATTCTGATTTAAAAATTCAGATAGTAGCTGATAAATCAAATAATACATTGACAATTTCTGATAATGGTATTGGAATGACCAAGAAAGATTTGATTGAAAAATTATCTACAATTGCAGTCAGTGGTACGCGAGAATTTATTAATAAGCTGAAAGACAACAAAGAAACATCAGCTCATACGTCTGATTATATCGGCAATTTTGGTTTAGGTTTTATGAGTACATTTTTGCTCGCAGATCATGTAGAAGTAGTTACAAAGAACGAAGCAGATGAACAATTTAAATGGGAGTGCAAACAAAGAGGATCATACAGCATCACTCCAACAGGAAATTCTGCCGCAGAAAGTGGTACATCAGTGATTCTTCACCTCAAACCAGATCAAACCAAATACTTGGAAGAAAATGAGATAAAAGATATTGTTAAAAAACATTCACAATTTATAAATTATCCTATAGAACTATTGGTGGAAAAAGAAAGAGAAGAAGATGATGATAGTCCATCAGACGAGAATAGAGATAAAAAGAAGACAAATGAGGGTGATGTTAAGGTTGAAGATGAACTTCCGGAATTAGAGGATCCAGAAGAATCAAAAAAAGATACTAAAACAAAGAAGAAAGTAAAATTCACAGAATTTGAACAATTAAATACTCAAAAACCAATATGGACAAAAGATCCAAAAGAAGTAACAAAGGAAGAATATAATGCATTTTATAAGAATTACACAAATGATTGGGAAGAACCTTTAGCCTATAAACATTTTAAGTTAGATGGTGACGTGCAAATGAAAGGTATTATATTTGTCCCAAAGAAAGCTCCATTTGATTTGTTCGAAAAAAAGAAACATAAAAATAATGTAAAGTTGTATGCAAAAAAAGTTTTAATTACAGAAAATTGCGATGATTTTATGCCAGAATATTTGTCATTTGTAAAGGGTGTAATAGATTGTGATGATTTGTCACTAAATGTTTCAAGAGAATTTATTCAGAATAGTTCCACATTCAAGACCATTAAAAATAGTTTAGTAAAGAAATGTTTAGAATTGTTTGTAGAAATTTTGGAAAATCAAGAGAATTATAAACTATTCTACGAATCTTATCAGAAAAATATTAAATTGGGCATTCATGATGATCAAAAGAACAGGAACAAATTAATAGAATTATTAAGATTTTATACAATGAAAAATCCAGATAATCTGTGCAGTTTAAATGATTATGTAAGTGCAATGAAAGAAAATCAAAAGAATGTTTACTTTTTGAGTGGAGAAAATAAAGAAATAGTTATCAAATCACCTTTCTTAGAGGAATGTCGAAAGAGAGATTTTGATGTTTTGTTAATGGTGGATGCAATTGATGAATATTTGATGCAACAATTGTCAGAATACAAAGAGAAAAAGTTGGTGAATATTAGTAAAGAAGGAAATCTATTTGATGAAACAGATGATGAAAAGAAACAAAAAGAAGAACTTGAGAAGAACTTTGCAGATTTGTGTAAATTTATGAAGGAAACTTTAAAGGAAAAAGTTGAGAAAATTGTATTATCAAACAAATTAGTAACAACTCCAATGATTGTTTCTAGTGGTAGTTTTGGTTGGACAGCAAATATGGAGAGAATTATGAAAGCTCAAGCATTAAGTGATAATCAAATGCACAAGTTTATGATGTCCAGAAAAACATTGGAACTAAATCCAAGCCATAAAATAATTGTGGAATTGAATAATAAATTAAAGAATAAAGAAGATGAGGTTGTTAAGAATACATCAGAATTATTGTTCCAAACTGCTCTAATTGATTCAGGTTATTCATTGGATAATATGAAAGACTTTACATCAAATATTTATAATATGGTAGAAGAAAAGTTATCATACTAATTTTTTTATTTTAATTGAGATATTATTAAATTTTTTAATTAGATAATATTATATAAATATGATTAATACTAATGATATTACTATACCAGTAATCACAAAAACGTTGGACAAAGTATATAAAAAAGTACAAAATTATCATAGAAAAATAAAGGATTTAGAAGAAGAAATATACGATTTGAGAAAATATAAAAAGTTATATACAGAAATTCAACAAAAATTAAATACTGACACAAATAATAATTCTTTTCATGATCAGTATGTGTCAGTGAATAACAACAACGACAACAACAATAACATCAATAATGTCAATAACAATGTCGATAATAAAGCTTTATTATCAAAAGATAAATACGGTAATCATGATAATGAATATGACAAATATGATAGTGGATATGATAAATACGGTAATCATGATAATGAATATGACAAATATGATAGTGGATATGATAAATACGGTAATCATGATAATGAATATGACAAATATGATAGTGGATATGATAAATACGGTAATCATGATAATGAATATGACAAATATGATAGTGGATATGATAAATACGGTAATCATGATAATGAATATGACAAATATGATAGTGGATATGATAAATACGGTAATCATGATAATGAATATGACAAATATGATAGTGGATATGATAAATACGGTAATCATGATAATGAATATGACAAATATGATAGTGGATATGACAAATATAATAGTGGAAATGACAAATATGATAACTATGACAATAACTATAATGACTTGAATTATCCAAAAAATAAAACGGACAGTGCGGATAATAATAAAAATATTCCACTTGATTTGAGTGATGATGAATATAAATTATCATGTATGTTGAAAAGCAATGAATACGTAATAATAGGGGCAAATAATTTACTTTTTATAACAATAAAGAAGGCTATATCATTGGGTTTTGATGATAACAAAATATTAAAGTTAATGAAGCCAGAAATAATTGACAACATATATTTAGTAAAATCTGGTTTTAGTGATGATGAAAACAAAAAACTATTAGATATTATAAAAAATAATACAATGCCGACTCGAGAATTTTCAGATATGACAAAAGATAATTTTGAAAAAGTAATGGCTAGTTTATATCCACTAACATATAATATTGAATTTCAAATGAAAGCGATTGACAATGATATAAAATTGCAAAATAAAGTAGTAGAAAAATTTAATTCATTATTTTGTGCAGATTTTAATTGGAATGAAATAAAGAAATTATTAAATAATGAAGGTGATAAATGGCTATTATTAGATATACTTATTAATTTATCAAATTGTCCAAGTTCATTGTTCAGAAGAAATCTGGGAAACAAATATTATATAAGACATAAACATAGTGGAAAAAATATACAATACAATTATGTGGATTATAATATGTTAGGATGTAAAATAGATACGGCATTCAATAAAGATAACAAAATTGTTTTGGGATCATCGTTTTACACTGTGTATGATGATATGGTATTTGCGAAAATATTGAGGAAATATAATAGAAAATATTTGGCAGGTCCTTCTGGTTCTACTGTCTTGTTGTATATTCATGTATTTGATATATTAGGTGTGGAAAGAACTGATTTTAATAATGGTTTGTTATTAGGAATGATCATTTCAAATTATGTGCCTTTTTATCATACATTAACTGAAATATTATTATCATCATCTTTTGAAACAAAAAGAAAATATGTAATGAATATGGATCCAGTCAAGTATGTTACTACTGAGTTAAAATCTATTGGTATAATTAATTAATTTTATTTAAAAATTGATTAATTTATATTATCGACAGTATCTCAGAATAATTTTATATAATATGAACAATTTAAAAGAACTATTGAAAGATTTAGATATTGAGGAGTTATATAGTCTTCCTCAAAAAGAAATATTTAATAAATACAAAAATATAGGAAAACATGTGAAATTTGTTAGTAAAATGAAGAAACAGGAAATGATAGATATTATAGATAAATTATCGAAATATTTAAATCAACAAAATAATGACAATTTCATAGTCAATCTGAATGAAGAACAAATTAAAGTAGTTAAATCTCCGCCTGATAATCATATTAGAATAATAGCATGCGCTGGATCTGGTAAAACAACTACCATTGTGTGCCGAATAAAATATTTGGTTGATAATTACGTTGTTCCAGAAAAAATATTATTATTGACATTCAATGTGGAATCCTATCATAATCTAAAAAAAAGAATAACAGAAGCTTTTGGTTTTGAGCCAAAAATAGAAATTAGAACTATTGATTCATTTTCTGCCAAGATATATTACAATTATCAATTTGATAAAGTAAAAACTAAATATGTAGGAGAATTCGCAATATTTGCTGAGAAAATTATGAAAGAACATGGAAAAATTATATGTAATAATTATGAATATGTTTTTTTTGATGAATTTCAAGATGTCAGTGATATTCAATTTAATATTTTGAAGCATTTTGGTGATAATGGATGTTATTTAACTGTCATAGGAGATGATAATCAAAATATTTATCAATGGAGAGGAACAAATAATATGTATATAATCAATTTTGACAATTGGTTTAAAAATACGAATACCTACACTTTAGCAACTAATTATAGAAGCAATGAATCAATAGTTTCACTATCGAATAATAGTATCATATTGAACAAAAATAAGATAGAAAAGCAAATGATTGCAATAAATAAAAATAGAAATATTCCTAAATTATTACTACATGAGTCGCAAGATGTTATGTTCAAAAAAGTTATGAGTTTGTTGCTGGAAATTAAAAGAAATAATAATTATGATCTAGAAAAGTTTGCGATTGTGTCAAGAACCAATACTTATCTCAAATTATTTGAAGAATATTTATGTAAACGTCATCCAGAAATAGAATTTGTATCCTTCGTTACAGATGATAATAACACAAAAATTGTGTCTGAAAAAAATAAATTAACTTTGACAACAATACATAAGGCAAAAGGATTAGAATGGGATGTAGTATTCCTGGTAGGTCTATCAGACTCATCATTTCCCAGCAAATTTAATAATTCCAACGCTAACATTGAGGAAGAAAGAAGAGTATTTTATGTTGCAGTGACTAGAGCAAAAAATTATTTGTATTTTATGGCTAATTTAAAGGAATTATCTCTCAGTAGATTTGTATTTGAAGTTATAGATCACATAAAATATGAGAATCATACTTCTAAAAGAAAGTTTGATCAGGTCGAAAAATTATTTTCTTATGAAAATTATGATTACGTAAAAAAGGTATATAATATAAGAGAATTGGCTAAATGTATGTCGGCATCAGATTATGATAAATTCAGAAAAGAGAATTTATTATTAGATGACAATGTGAAAGAAGATATAATATTTTCAGAAGAATACAAGTTTGATAATAATATAAAAAAAAATTTACTGGAAACAGACATAAGCAATTTTTTTAATAAATACATATTCAGAAAATGTATGAAAGAAATAACAGATTTATCAGCTGAATCAATTATAAAGTCAGAAAATTTGTCTGAAGAAGAAATGAATGTTTATGTTTCAGAAAATTTAGAAAATATATTTGAAGAATGTAATTATGATAAAGATTGTTTGAAAAATTTTTTTAGTAATAAGGAAATGAGTAGTAAAAATAAGAGTATTGTGAAGAATATAATTGAAAGAATACAAGATAGCACAAAAAATTTTGTTAGAGTATTCACCTATCCAACTAGATTTGTAAAACAGCTAAATGATTCATATAAAAAATACATTATGAAGGAAAATGATAACGATAGTATTTTGAGTGATATATACACTGTATCTCTTTGTGACAAAATATGTGAAGGTAGAAAAAGGCTAATGTATAAAAATGTTTTTCCTTTTTTTAAAGAAGATTACAATAAAATAAAAGATAGACTAAATGTTTTTGCAGACCAGCTTAACCATAGAAATATTATTCACAATCTACCAATAGGATTATCAATTGAAATTGAAAAAAATCCGATAACTATCAAAGATAAAATAATGGCCATAGACAATGATTCAGTTATAGACATTCGATATTCAGAATCTGAGTTAAAAATAGAATGGTTGATTCAAATGATAATGAGTGTTTCAATATTAAACAAAAAAGATGAAGCCAAATTTAATATCAAAAAAATTCTAATAATAAATATTTTGAAAGGAAAGCTTTACGAATTTAGTATAAATCCAAAATATGATTACGACAAAGTTTATCAATATATGATTGAATTGATTAAGAGACAAATGCAAAACAAAGATAAAATTTGTGATGATGACAATATTTTGAAGGTTGATTGGTTAGTGAAAAACGATAATAATAATAATAATAATATAAAAAACGATATACAGATGAATATACCAAGAGTTTTGAATGCTGGGAACTATATGTTCTTGGACACTGAAACAACAGGCACAAATGTAAACAATGCTGATATAATACAACTATCATACGTACTTTATAATGGCGAATATGGTTTAATGAAAAAATTTAATAAATACATAAAACTAGTCCGTAATATTATCACAGCCAATAGTTTTAAAGTTCATAAAATATCTAATGATTTTTTAAAAAAGAAAGGTGAAGATTTTAATATTGTGATAAGAGAATTTTTAATAGACTTAGGAACAACTACTTATGTGATAGGACATAATGTAAAGTTTGACATAAATGTAATTGTATCGAACATTGAAAAAAATGGAATTGTTTGTAAAAATATATTTGATAATAAAATAATAGAATGTACTGGGGCAATGAGCAGAAAATATTCATCAGAGAATAAAATGTTGAAACTGGACAAATTGTATTATATATTATTTAAAAGACAAATATTAAATGCCCATGATGCGTCATATGATGTGAAATACACTGCAGATTGTTATTTTAAAATGAAAGGTATAGTACCTGATAATGATATGAATAATTTGAAGAGAAATAATACTATTGATCTTTCAAAAATGTTTGAAAAAATAATAAAAAAGTTTAATGAAAATCATAAATACTATGAAGAAATAGTAAAAATAAATGAAAAATTATAATATACAGATGAATAAAAAATATAAATTAAAAACAATGTGTAACTTCAACGAACAAAGTATAAGGAAAATAGTGGAGATGTATATTGAACCTCCAATAAGAATAAATATTAATAATTTTAAACAAGAAAATGATCAAATAGCATTTGGTATTTTAAAAAATGGATATAAAAGAGGCGAATGTTTCAATGACAATCATTTTGAAAATTGTATGAGTGTATTTAGAAAAGAAAAGAATAATGAATGTATATTCAACCATATTATGAATATTATAGACAAAAATAGTGACAAAAGTATTTATTTAATAGATGGAATGAATTTTTTAACAGAATTTATGAAGTATTTAGTTGAAAACAAAAATGATGCTATGATAAACAATTATTTTAAACAAACAAAATGGGGTGATGTGAGAGAATTTTACGAATTATCTAAATTAGATAGTACTGGCGATATAGAAAAAATATTGAGTTTGGATCCAAAAATAGGGAAAGATAAATTTAGTAGAAATCTTTTTAGAATTAACTTTTTGAAAGATTGTTTTGATACAATATTTTCGGGAAATGCTTTGGATCTTTATATTGTATTTCATCATGGTTTCAATTATGTTCCGAGTTATATAACAGGCAAATTAAATAGAAATAATTCCGACGATTTATACAAAAATATTTATTATAATAAGAATTATGTACTTGTGTCGACATATCTACTCAATTCAAGGATAACAAATATAATGACGTTTAAGGGGAGAATAAGTGACGATTTTAAAATGCTGTTGATGAGTAAAAATTCTTATAATGCAAATGACATTGAAAATATAATAAACAATAATATAACAATGTATGGCAGTGTGATAAAACAAAAAAATAATACGACGGTACAAAATATAATCGATAAATATTTTGAATACGTACACACCAATAATAATTTAAGTACAAAAGTTTGCAAACACAGTAATGAGACAGATGATTATTGTATATTAATATTATACTATTATTTGAAATACAATAAAAATCTATCAAAAGTGAATATATTAAGCAACGACAAGTATGGATGGTCAAAAAAAGAATTATCAGACGAGAATTTAATAACTATACAAGATTTTTTTAAAATAAGATAAATAAAATTTATGAATTTGCAATTTTGTATTTAATTAAATCACAAAGCATAGTAACACCGATGAATTGATTGTCATCATTGTTAGGAATAATCATATCTGCGTATTTTTTTGATGGTTCAATGTATTTTTCATAGGATGGTATCACAAATTTTTTGTATTGTTTTTTGACAGAATCAATGCATCTTCCTCTTTCTTCCACATCCCTTTGAATCCTTCTAAATAATCTCGTTTCCGGTGAAGCATCAATAAAAACTTTATAATCTGCTAGTTTGCGGAGTTCCTCATTGCACAATACTAAAATTCCTTCAACAACAATAACACTTGTTGGTTCAATATTAATTTTATCGTTATTTCTTGAATGAGTTTTGAAATCATATGTTGGAATTTCAACAGGTTGAGAACTCTTGAGTTTTTTCACACAATCAATGAACAATTCGTAATCTAATGCCGATGGTTCATCAAAATTATATTCATCAGGATTCTTCTTTTCTTGTTCATTCAAACCCTTGTAAAAATTATCCATTGATAAAACAGTTACATTGTGAATACCCTCATCAATTTTTTTTGCAACAAGAGACTTGCCACTTGCTGATGCACCACTTAACAATACAATAATGGGCATTGTGTTAATTAATGATTGGCTTTATGGTATAGACAAAATATTATTTATTTCAAATTTTTGATGAATTATTGGTCGATTTATTATTGAAAGGTCTACTATTATTTGCGGGTCTATTATTGGTTTGCTTATTACTATTAAAAGGGTTTTTATAATTGTTGACGTATTCATTACTATTATAATATTTTTTATAATTGTTAGGCTTACTATCGTCATTATTATCGTAATTTTTTTTATAATTGTTTGGCTTATTACCATCATTATTATCATAATATTTTTTATAATTATTTGGCTTATTACCATTATTATTGTCGGTATATTCATTATTATCATAATATTTTTTATAATTGTTTGACTTATTACCATTATTATTGGCATATTCATTGTTATTATAGTATTTTTTATAATTGTTTGACTTATTACCATTATTATTGTCGGCATATTCATTGTTATTATAGTATTTTTTATAATTGTTTGGCTTGTCATTATAATTATTATTGCCATTATAACGCTCTTTATAATTAACATTCTTATTACCATAAAACTGTTTGTTATTGTTCAGCTTATTACTGAATAATTTATGAGTATTAAATTGTTTATTAGTATTGGTATCTGAATGACTATTGTTATTTAAATCATTATTATCTTCCGATTTTATATTATTACGATGCTCATAATTTGGAGCACATAAATTACTTTTATCTTTTTCGTCATTTAATTCATCTTCATCTATATTTTCATCCAATTCATCATCTGAATATTCTTCTTTGTAGTTTTCTTCGTTAAGATCTCTTGAATCGAATGATTGTGTGTCACTATCATCATAATTATATTCTTCATCATTAACTCCTTCAATAATATCTCCTTCTTTATGATACAACAAATAATCGAATCTGAAATATTCTTCCACAGGTCCGTTATAAAGTCTAACCAAATTACCATCGGACATAAACATGCCTCTTTTTTTATTCTTTTTTGGATGAACAAGAGGATTATCATGATCATTTTTTAAAAATTGAGGACTCTCTCTTTTCTTATCTCTTCTTTTAAAATATGGATTTGTTTTATTTACAATTAACTTACCAAATAAAAACATTCTTTTCATAACAATGAAATTATCCAAAGTACCATACATGAAAAGTTTATCTTTTACTTCTCCATTAAAACCATCATATATTATTGCATATGTTTTGCCTGGAATATATATGTTAAGCTTAACATTGTTGTCTACCCATTTTTCATACATGCTGAGAACATATATCCCCAAATAAGTAGTTTTTATTTTATATTTGAACATATAAGTTACTAGTTTATTCCTATTAATTTTGTTGTTAAACGTCAATAAGAATATTTCATTCGGAGATATATATCTATTCTTATAACGAATAAAAAGATCATCAAACATTTGATCAGTAACAGTTTCAACTTGAAGTAGTTCTAATACTCTCTTATCAATAGCGTTGTAGTCCATGATTGTAATTAATTATAATATAATTACTTGTTTAAATAAATGATTTTTCAATTTTTACAAAGATAAATAAAATTTACAAATTCATTAAATCTTCCAAATTACCTTGGAAATTTTTGATGTATTTACCGTTATTTTCCACTTTACCTATACTACTTTCAATATTTAGATTTTGTAAATTGCCACTACTACCTAATACCAAATTTTCTACAAAAATACCATTATCACTGACCTTACCAATAGATGCTTTAATCGTAGAATTGAGGTTTGAGCTACCAGCAGTGATACGATTATTTGACATTTCTCCAACAGTTGCTTTAATTTTGGGAACAGAATTGAAATTTGAGCTACCAGCAGTGATACGATTATTTGACATTTCTCCAACAGTTGCTTTAATTTTGGGAACAGAATTGAAATTTGAGCTACCGAATCTGATGGTGTTTGCGGAAATGCCATTGTTTGACATTTCTCCAACAGTAGCGTTAATTCTAAAAAATTGATTATTCATTCCTTTTTTGAATGTTGTTGTTTTGGATTTTTATCCAGTCAATTATTCCTTTTTTCAAGTGTATTTCAATCATTTAGAATTTCATTTTTTTTGTTATAAAATTTGAAAAAATAATGTTTTAAAACCTCTTCAAAAAAAGAACGATGTTTATTATGTCTACAAAAAATTCAGACAATAATACAGTGTATGCACCATGTTCCAAATATGACATAACACCAATTTTTATGACTCCTGTGGTAAAACATAATATTAAAAAATTAGATGATAAAACAAAAAAAGTATCATTAATTTTAATAACAAATGAAGAAACTCCATTTTTTCCATCATCAGAAGCATCCATAATTGGCCAGGCAGATGTATCGATAAAAACTCTTGTTAAAGTATGCAATAAGGAGATAATAGATAATAAAGCATTTTCGAAGTGGCTTTTTGAGGCAACTAAAAGAGAAATAATTTGGTTAAATAAAGTGTTACCTGATTGTAAAGTTAGATGTCCAATATATGGTAAGTGGGATTACATAAAAAGAAAAATTGTACCATCTGATCTCCAGATCGGAGCAACTGAAACTATCAAAATGGGTGAAACAATTGAACAAACAGCTATGAGAAGCTTATGTGAGGAGTTTGGAATGTCCGACGATATAAATTGTTATGATATAATAAAAACTGTTCCTTACAAACGAGATTTAAGAGATAAAAGTGTTGCAGTTGTGATTATAAAGTTGAAAAAATAAATGTCTGACACCTAAATATAAAATATTAGTATAAACAAATGGACAATACACCAAATACTCCAAAAATTTCAAACGAAAATTCAAAAGAGAACGAAACAAATCAGAAACAGCCAAAAACAAATGAAACAAACAAAAATAATTTTTTCAGTTTTTCTGATGAAGGAGGTGATTTACTAGTTTTTGAGACTGAATAATTAAAGGATATTGTTTTTTTTGGTTTCAATAAAACAAGTCGAACATATATATACAATACAATCATCATTCGTTTTATTATAACCTTCACGAATCAGCGTAGTAATATTACATTTGTACGAATTTTTGGATTTACAAAATATACAACAACGATGATTATGTTTGACATAGGATATTGTATATTTGAAATGCACAAGTCTTTTTAAATCTATATGCCCCTCATTTTCCCAAAATACCAACGTTTTTATTTTATTACCATCTTCTTGATTAAAAGAAAATTTAGGAGTTAAATAATTCAACAATCGTTTATCCAACTTTTCGCCAGTAAATGCCTTCATGTTGTAAAGTTGAGGTCTCAAAAATTTTAATGATTCTGACTGCAAAGATTGTAATACAAAATTATTCAAAAGTTTGTTGCAACATCTTACACTCTTTAACGAACAATCATGTAGAAAAGAAACAATAATTCCCCAATTGTCATTAGAAATTTGAATCTGTGAATTCTTTTTTCTTAGTTTTCTTTCCTCTTTACTTAAGTACGCTGATGTTAATCTAAAAGAAAAGTAGTCTAGTTTCTTTTCTTTTTTATTGGTTTTATCTTTTTTATCAATTTGTGTAATTGTATTTTTTTTATCCTTTTTATTAACGTGAGAAGGACTCTCACGGCAATTTCCCTTACCCTCGTTGCCGAGGCGCTTGTTGTGTTTTTGTGTTGACATAACACAAATAAAGACTTTTTACAATGAGGATTTCAGATATTTTAACATTTCAAATTTTTGTTTATTTATATATATAGTAATGACCAACCCCTTTATAAAAAAATGGTATAAAAAATATCAAAAAGATATCAAAAAATATGTAAAATATCTAAAAGCATCAGATGAACCATTAAAAAAAATGAGTTTGGATGATTTAAGAGAATATTTAAAACTCAAAGTGAGAATATGGGAATTATTGACCAGTAGAAATCAAGATTTATCTGATCAAACTATAGACGAAATGTCTAAAAAAGAATTACTTGATAATTTAGAATTTTATGAAGAAAATGGTCAAGGAATGGGTGTAGATTTGTTGATACAAGTCATAGAAGCACTGTTGTAAAAATTGAAATTAAATATATATGGTTTTAATTCAAAAGAGTTATTGTATAAAAAGTATATATGGATACTCAAATAGAAAAATCAGTTAAAAAGCTAACTAAACAGATTGTTGATAAAAAGATGCAAAATTTTATTACACATGATCTACCATTACAAGTTATAAAAAATATGAATGAAGAGGTACCAACATATCTTAATAATAATGTTCAGATGCAAAATATATTGCAACATCATTCAAATAATTTAAATCAACAACTTTATGCATCGGCATCACAAACTTTGAATAAACTAACTAATGAAGAACAGTATCATTATGTTACAAATTCTCATTTGACAAATATGAATAATCGTTTTAATAACAAATTAGAAAGCTTTGAATTAGAGTTTTCTGGTAGAATGGCAAAAATGCAAGAACAGGTGAATAGAGAAATTAGCTATGTAAAAGAATGCAATGACAAATTTGATAAATTGGTGAAGGAAAATTTATATATAAAATTGGCTCTCTGTGCATTATTTATTATAATGATGGCATTTATGTACATATTTAATTTATCCAAAGTTTAAATGAACAAATATCAATTATTGAATGTCAATAAAGATATTATATAAATTATTTATATACAATGGAGTACGATTGTGATTTAAGCGGAAATTTACTCGAAAAAAAAGATACTCTATTTGGTCACAAGTATAAGAAATATTTTTATGTGGTCAAAAACAATAATTTTTTGAAATACAAATGTTTCAAAGGTGATTTGGTGGAATCCATTGATTTAAGTATGTTGTCTGATGTGAGGCAAGGCTTCTTTGAAACTAAAAAAACATTAACATTAATACAAGTAAATGGAGTTGCAAAAGTCTATTATTTTATTGATTCAAACGAATTTGATATATTGTTTAACAAAGTAAATTATGTTATGCAAAAGAACAAAGGAGAAAAATTTATTAAAGAAATAGAAATTTTGGAATCAGTTGGTGATGCATGTATAATAACGAACGATATTTTTGAAATAGTTGGTTTCAACGAAAAAGCTGAAAAATTATTAGGATACAGGAGAAATGAAATTTATGCCAAAAATATAAAAATATTTATGTTTGACTATTATTCTAATTATTATCAAAATGTCATAAGTACAAAAAAAATTAATGAAGCTATAAACAGGAAAATGTTTGTTAAAATCAAAAATGGAAAGAAAATATCAGTATCAATGTCAATAGGTGAATATATTAGTAAAACTAGTTTAAGAAAAATATATATTCACATTTTGAGAGAATTAGGAAATCCACCAGAAATCGAAAATAATACAGAAGACGATAGATTCAAAATATTTACAATAATAAATCAATATAGTGAAGAGCTTAAAACAAAAATAACTAATTATTATTCAAATGATATAAAAATGAGAGATTCTTATGAACAACGAATTAGAATTTTGGAAGAGGAAAATAGAAATTTATTAAAATGTTTGAGTGAATGCAATGAAAAGAAAAGGGATTTGGAGGACAATTTGAATTTTTACAAAAGAAAATCTTGTAGAACTAATTTAATTCAAGTTTTGAGCAATGAATATTCATTCAATTGTCTTTTGGATTTTTGTAAAGAAAATAAAAATGAAGAGAACATATTATTTTGGAAAGCTTTGGATAAATTAAAAAATAAATATATTACGGAGCCTGACCATGAAAGTTTACAGCTAGACGTAAAAGAAATATATTTAACTTTTATTAAAAAAGGGGCTCAATACGAAATTAATGTAGCTGAAAAAATAAAGGAAAGTATTTTAGAAGATATAGAAAATAAAAAAAATTTGTATTATGTTTTTGATCCTGTTGTGTATGAGGTTGTTTATAATCTAAATGAAAACATATTTCCTTTATTCTTGGACACTCCAAATGGAAGAAAAATTATGTCACTTTTAAATCAGTAATTGTCCCACCAATTTTCTGGTATATTGTCTAGCTTGCAACTGTAAATTTTTTTATACTCAATGACTACAAATTCATTATTGACAAAGTTCAAACAATATTCATATGCATGATCACAGTCATCGTCTCGTAATGCATAACCACAATCTATAATACAATCTAATCTACCTTGACAATTCCTCAACAAACAATACCAGTTATCTAAAGTTTTCGATTGAACAGTTAAATCTGCATAAGGTTTTAACAATTCAATTTCTGATTGAGTGGGCTTCGGATCTTTGTTAATTGTTATTAATTTTAATGAATCAAATTTATTGCTTAATTCGTTAAATTCGTAAGTTTTTGATAGTTTTTTTATTTGTTCAGTTAAATCTCACCTAATCCTGATGGATAAGAATCCCAATGATTATAACAACTAAACTTTAGACAAAATATTTTCAATATTTTTAAATAAATTGTTTGTTTCTATCAAATGTTTACTTTTGTCTTTTTTCCAAGAAATCCGATGCAAATTTTAACATTTTGATTTTGGATATTTTTTTTAATAATTTCTGTTTGTTATGAGTTTCTTCTTTTTTGTCTTCTCTGTTTTTCTAGCTCATCATTTTATAAGAACCATCTTCCATTTGTCTTATAATTTATTTCGTAACTTCTTCACTTTCTTTGTGGAAAAATTTTATTGTTAATTCCCTTTTTTCCATCTATAATATATTCTTCATGAACAACTTTGTTACCATTAGAAATTGTGGTAATTATTTTTTCGTATAAAAAGTTTATATTTTACTTAATTTTTCTTGAGTCGTTCTGTTTGCTCATTTACATTATGCCATTACTAATATTTAAACTATTGACAAAAGTATATTCAATATTTTATTGAAAAAAATTGAAAATAAATTAATAAAGTAGATCCATAAAGAACCCAAATCAATAAACCATGAACAATAGTTTAATTAAGAAAGCTTTATTAATCACTACTAGTATCATTATCGGCTACATAGTCGCTAGTTACGTTTCTATGTACATTTCTTGGAATCTCTATAACAGCCAATTATTTAACCAAGCAACATCATATCTCGATTGCCCCATCGCGCAACCACACTGTAAAACACAACAAGAAAAATTTTTAAACGATATATATTCAGACAAATTTTATTATAAGGTAAATGGCGTTGCTGTTTTACCTGGATTGTTGTTGACAATTATAGCATTATTTGCATATTTATATGTGCCCGGTGTAATACTAATGGCATTGTGCAAATACACTTTTATTCAATTGTATAAAACAGAATTTGGTAATTTAATATTTCTTGGAGTTATTGGATTTCTAATATTCTGTACAATAATTTATTGTCTTAAAAAAAGATCATTAATCAGGCAATCTCATGCTCAACCAATATTAGATTTAGAAAGCAATTCGTTTGTTTAAAAATATTACTTTTAACATCAATATTAAAAAATTGAAATATATACACTAAGATATGTATTTATCAATATATTTTGAATCATATGAATCTGCAAATAATTAAAAAAGCGTTGTTAATTGTGTTTGGTATAATTATTGGATACATAATAATCAGTCATCTATTGGTGAATACCACTTACAGTGTATATCATACAACATTATACAAAAATGCTTTATTGTATATTGATTGTCTTAATCCAGAATATTACTCGAAATGTATAAACACATATGAAAGTTTAATTAATGACCATTATTCTAATAAATTATATTACTGTATTGGTGACATAAATGTATTACCTGGATTCACAATAACGGCAATTGCAGCAATAAGCTTGTATTTTATAATACCTATAACATTTTTAAGTGCTATTTTAAAATATATATTTGTACAGTTATATACAACGCAAATAGGTAATTTTATATTTTTAGGATTACTTTGTTTGTTATTGTTTGCTATAATAGTTATAGTCATAAAAAGATCACTAAATAGACAATCTCACGCTCAACTGATATTAGATTTAGAAAGCAATTAGTTTATTTTAAAATGTTGAAACTTTTATATATAAACGTATATATAAACGTATATATAAACGTATACAATAAAAATGGTGAATATATATGTAATTAGATGTGAAAATGAAAAATATTATATTGGCAAATCTGCTAATTTAGAAAATCGAATATTAGAGCACTTTATCGGTAATGGTTCTGAATGGACAAAGAAATATAAGCCCATCGAAATTATTCAAACAATCGAGAATGCTGACGATTTTGACGAAGACAAATACACAAAAATATATATGTCGAAATATGGAATAGATAATGTGAGAGGAGGTACTTATTGTCAAATAAAATTGAGTCAGCATACAAAGGAACATTTGAAGAAAGAGTTATTAGGAGCGTCAGATAAATGTTATAAATGTGGTCAAACTGGGCATTTTGTTAAAAATTGTCGCAAAAAATATAAAGATGATATGAATGTTGTGATGACAGAAATAAATTTACAGAATAATAATGATAGAATATTAGCTAACAAATTTGTTCAAATTATATCTATGGTAGACAATAAGGTATTAGACATATGCGGTAAAAATTATTCTGATGGAGCATCTGTCATTTGCTATCAAAATATAAAAGGAACTAATCAGATTTGGACAGTAAATCAGGAAAATAATATAGTAAGTTATTTAAATAATTTTGTTTTGGATATAGACAAATTGGGAAAAATTTATGTTAAAAGTCCCAAAGAAAATATTAGTCAAAAATGGAAGTTTTTTAATGAGTACATTATTAACGAATTAAATGGTTTAGCTTTAACGAATAGAAATGGTCAACTATATTTGACTGAATTGAATTATCAGAATGATCAAAAATGGAATATTGAAGGTATTCAAATAGATGTTTTGAACATGGCGGATAAAGTTCTAGGTCTATTCGTGAAATTGTTCGAATAGAGTTTACCAATCCAATGGTTTCAAAAGAAGATACAAATAATCTGCATGTTCGTTGCTCATTTTGTGTCTGTTCTCTTTAATAATATCTATTACTTCCTGAGTTTTCATATTTTTTAATTCGTTTGTGAGATTGGATATAACTTTATTAAAATAAGAATTTTTTATTTTAATGTCTAGACCAATGTATTGATTAAGGTATATCATAAATTTGGACATTTGTTTATAAATAGTGCTATATACCTATTATCCAATAAAATAATACTTTCAATATTTTATAAATGATATATATACGTATATATATATATATATATATGGTTTGCAATAAATGCAATAAAAGAGTAAAATGTTGTTACAGTCAAAATAATTATCCAACATCAGCAGTATTATACCCGGTAAATATTACTAATATTTCTGCCTTTTCCAATAATATTGGATATATAAATTCTAATTATTTTATAAACAATAATAGCCAGCAAAATATTGTTTTAACAAATAGACTTCAGCAGGACCAAAATTTACGCACATTAAATAACACAAATAGAAGATTATAAAATTGAAATTTAAATTGCAAAATAAATATCCCTTAATAGTATATAAATGACTAGTATGGTTGGAACTGAAAAAATACAAGAGCAATTATATTTTTTGGATATCAATCAGAAGACCATCAAGTTGGGAGAATTAACATCAGATAATTTCAGTCATTTAGTTGAAGCATTTGTTCAAGAAAAATTTAATTCCAAACTAAATATGGTCAAGAAAACAAAAATAGATATTCAAAATGATAAAACCTTTTTGGGAGAATACTATTTATTCGAAAATAAATCTCTATATAAAAAGGAAATTGCGGAATCCAAGGGGTATTTATGGAATTCGGCAACTCCAATTATGAAGAAGATTGGAAAATTTGTTACTATCAGTGTAACTTTACCATCGCCAATTTATATTACTCAGCCAAAAGAAAAGAAAAATAATAAAGAAAAGATTAAAAATAGAAAGCAAAAGAAAGCAAGTCATCAATATAATTATATGATGCAAAAAAGAAAGAATAATTTTAAAAAGAAATTAAAACACAGTGTAAATAACTATTAAACAGTAAATTTATTTATAAACAAATTTTCCGACAGGTTTATCTAATTTTCTCATATTCTGACGATACGCACTACAGTAAATAGTTTTATCAGAATATTTCATTGTATTAAATTTTTCTTTTAGAATAATGTTATTTTTTGTAGAATAATAAACATTGTGAATTTTTATACCAGAATTTTCAAGCTTCTCTAAACAATGATAACACGGTCTTGATTCACCTAATTTTCCAGTTTTAGAAATTCTCACGACCATTAATTCATATTTATTATTTTTTGAGTTTTTTTTTGATTTTAATTTATACAAAGCATCAATTTCGGCATGAATTGAACTCAGAAACATCTTACCTTCATCTTTGGCTGAGTGTTTATTTTCGCCAATAACCAAAGTATCTTTGTCGGCCATACCTTTTCTGAAGAAAATTGCAAAATGTTGTATTGAATCATCTGATCGTGGAATTCGCTTTTTGGTAACATTGTGCAATACACCATTTAAATAGTATTTGTGATCATCAGGATCTAGTCCAAATGAATACTCGCAATTACTGTAATTCATAAGGTATGAATATGGTATCAATGCATTTAAGATTCCTCAAATATTATTTTTTCAATTTTTTTCCATAAAAAGCAATAAACTATTTTAAAGATATTATTGTCCAGTCTTGATTAATTTAGATTTCAAGTCAAATTTTAAGTTTGATATATAATTTAATCTATTTCGAATATAATTCGGAGTTTCTATTCTGCGTTTAATAATAGAGGGATTAGATTCTAATTCTTTCGGTTTTTCCTTTGGAACTTGCTTCGGAATTTGAATAGTGAGACCAAATTTGTTTTTCATAATATAACTGTTTCATTAGATTATAACTTTTCAAAATATTATAATTTTCAATTATTTTTTTAATAAATACATATATTACAATATATTTTTTCTATATTAAGCTTTACTTTTTATTCTTTTTATGGACAAAAAAGTATGATTTATAACAAAAAATGCAATTAACTTGTCCAGTAATAAACTGACTAAATTTTATGTCAAATTATTGTATTCAAAAATTTTGAAAATAAAAATGATACAACACACTTTATAGAACAAAATAACCATGTATAACTCAAAAATTATCAATAATTGTGAAGAACTTATCGGAAAAAATTTAAGCAAATGTTCTATTGTAGATACGAATACTAACAGAACATTTATCCATAAAAAGAACAGTAATTTTATTTTAGAAATAAAAGACAATAATATTATTGCAACTGAATTTATGTTTTGTAACTGTTCTCAAGAATTATTATATCTGTATATTGAAACAAACCGTTTACTTGTCACTAAACAAAATGAAGAAAAAGCAGATAGGGTTACGCATTACAAATATGGTCCGAAAAACTTTCTTTTAAACAAAAAAGAAATCCATATGAATGGTAAAATAGTCCAAGTAATAAAGTGTTACAATGAATTTTACTATCTGGTGAATAATGTTGCTGAGTGTGGCAAATTCGGCGGGTGGTACGTGACACCCGAGCATCCATATATTGCTCCAGTCGGAAAAGTAAATATAGACATTGTGTTTGATGCTAAAATGTATGTAAGTAATGAATTATTATATGTTGCATCTCTCATTAAAAAAAATGATTATTATGAATCATGTATTTCGTTGTATTCACTTGATCCAACATCAAAAAACAAAAATTATTATATAATGGACATTAAAATGAGTTTACCAACTAATATATTTTCAATCAAAAATAATAAATTGTTAATAGTATCAGAATCAAATACGATTTGTATCAAAAATAAAGATGAGATAAATACAAAAAATTCGTATAAATTTTTCGAAAATTGTTTAGTTGAAGAAAAATATAATTGCTTTAAATTTTATAATAAAAAAAATAATAATGTAGATATCTTGTTAAAAAATACTTCAAAACCAGGAATAAAGTTAATCAGAAAGATGTGCGATGTTAAATTAATTTTTGAGTCTATTAATTGATTTTAAAACTTTATATTTTAGTCGTTGATTTTCATTGATTTCTTCATTCATCTTTTCAGTTAACTTGAAATAGCATGGTTTTAATATTTGTTGGTCAAGTAAAAGAGTTTCATTGTCTGCTTCAAAAAATCCATTAGACTTGAGAATCATTTCATAAATTTTTTTATCTTTATCACTAAATGAAAAAAGTATGTAATCACCTCCATGTACACCAAAACTTTGAATAGTGCTTGTTATTTGACTTTCGTATTCAACTAAAATATAATTTGATGTCATCAATGCTGGATCGGAGAATGATTTATACTTATCGTTTACGATTGTTTCTCCACAAGAAAATTCAACAACAAATAATTCTTCATTTTTCTTGTTATATAGTTTAACAGTGCAAGTAATAAACATTTTGCGATATTCTTTACAGAATTTTTTTATTTCTTCTTTTTCATCATCATTCAAATCTTCAGTGTCAAATACATTGTCACTAAATTTGGCAAAATTGTGTTTTTTATATGAAATTTTATCAGTGTTTATTTTAGTTGACAAAGTTGCAATATGTTTTGATGTCATATAATCGATTTTTGATATGTTTTCAAATAATTCCTTGATTGAAGTACCAAGATAAGTTTTGTTGTTAAAAGTAACAGAATAATACATATTAAATTTTTTTAATAATATTATTCTTTTTTAAGCATATACAATATATTATTATTTTCAATTTTTTCATTAATAATTTTATAATGAGTAGTCGTCAAGAAATACTAAAATTATTGGTTAAATACAATCAAATAAAATACAGAGTTAAATCTAATAAAAAAAATAGAATAGATATACCACGAGATATATATTGTGAATTTAAATTATTAAAATGCCTTTTAAAAAAACTTTTAATAGAAAATTGTCAAAAGCCAGAGAAAATTATTAAAATTATAAATCTGATTAACAAATTATATGATCACTTTTTTAACAATAAAACAATAATAATATTATTGCCTCTGGCACAACCAAATCCAATATTTAATATACCAATTCAAGACATAATTAATTTCGCGAAACTCAACAATTGGCAAGTAATTGTGGAAGACACAAATTTTGATCCGATCAAATTCGTCAATCTTGCGAAAAAGTATATAGCTCAAGGATATAAATATTTTATAGGAGGGAGCACCAGTAGCGAGGTATATGCATGGAACAATAGCATAAATGATCCTAGTGTCACATTGATTTCTCCATCCAGTTCAGCAATATTTCAGACAAAACAAAACAACATAATAAGATTAATACCAAATGATCAAGTGACTGCTACAGCTCTCTTCAGTTTTTTAAATGGTAAAAATATAAGCTCCGATAATATTGGCATATTAGCGACGAATAATATTTTTGGCAATTCTCTGACAAACGAAATATTAAAAATATATAACAATAATGATTCACCCATAAATTACGTTGTTTATTATGATCCAACAAACCAAAACGACATAGTAACCAAAGCTCAAAATTTGTTTTCGACTTTTAAGAACGATAATCAATATACAATAATAATAAGTGATCAAGAAGTTCAGATCATATTAGATCAAAGGCAAGATGATAATGAAAGTTATTCCATATTACCGGATTTAGTCTATAATTATTTTGTTTTGAGTATTATTAAACCAATATTTCAGACAAAAATATTGGCAAGCGGTTATATAGGAGCCAGCACAATTACTAGTTTGGATAGAACAAATATTCAGGATCAAATTTTTGTAAAATATGGAGTATATGCTTCAACATATGACCTTAATATATTAGATACTTTACAGTTTTTTGACATAGTTATTCGTAAATATTCTAATTCTGATGAAATTGCTAACTTAATGGGAAATTATTATGGAGCAACTGGAAATCTCCATTTAAACATAAATAAGGATAGAAATAATGATTCTTTGACAATTGGAAGAGTGAGAGAACTTAACAATATATTAGTGTGGGAGGATGTTTCATACCAGGCTTTAAAGGACACTATTATCAAAAATGGTGTAATATTGGACCAAACACTGAGTTCTTTCCCTGAATTAGTTGACGTAAATCTCCATATAATTCCAACAGTTAAATGGAATATCATTAAATATACTAATTTCAACGGTAATACATATTATTTCTCAAATATAATTGGCGATCCATTTCCATATCCTGTGAGTTTTAGATTAGAATTAGTTTCTAATGATACAACGATATTAATACCACCAACTGCTAGTACTTCTGCTATTGTCGTTGCGAGTATTATTGTCGATGATACTGTTCGCTCAGTGACATTATCAGGAGTAAATAGACAAATAGATCTTTCCAGCTAATAAATTCAATATAAATATAATATAATATATATACAATATATATATATAATATGGGTAAATGTTGCGTTGAAAAAAAATACGATTCAGATAGTGATGATGATCGTAAAATATGTTGTGTGAGAGGTAAGAGGGGACATAGAGGCCACAGAGGACACGAGGGTCCAACCGGAGCTACGGGTCCTGCAGGTCCAATCGGCCCAACTGGTCCATCAGGAAACACTGTCTTAGACTATGTCAATGGTACAGTTTTTATTGTAAATCCAATACCAGATCAAGGTTTTATTGGTAACGAAGGTTTAGAAAATTATGAATTGGCTGGGTCTTTGACAAATTCAGTTAATATATCAAATGGTACTTTCACGGCACCAACTAATGGCATTTACTCTTTATCATATTCAGTTGCATACACTGAATCTCCAGAAGGTTCACCTAACGGAGAAAGATTAATAGATTTGGTTGTTAATGATGATGCCACTACTACAGCACAATATACTTCAGTCTATAAAGTCGAATCAGCTATTAATAGAGTACCTTTAACTGTATTGTCAATCGCTACGGATTTACCTATGATTGCCGGTGATACCGCAAATTTATTTGTGTATTATAATTTAGCAGACACTCAACTTCCTTTAGAATCTATTACAGTTACTTTTAATATTGTGAGATTAAGTACCCAACTTCCTATCACACCATTTGTAAACAAGAAAAAACAATTAAAAAGTAATTCTAGTTTATTTATCAAAAAATTAATTGATAAAAGTAAAACAAATAAAAAAGTAATTAAACAGGTTAAAAAATAAGTTAATTATTATAAAAGATCAATTTTCAAATTCTAATATGAATAATAATATTGATATTGGGTCAAAAAAATTGAAATTCTTAAATACTTGAAGAACTCATTATTTAAAGCTATTAAGTGTATCTGAACTCTGCAGATGCATGGGACTGAAAAATGATTAATTGCATGATTGCCAATGGCATATCGGATCATTGGTTCATCATTATTTTCCAAAGTGATGCACCCAGTCTGTACTTGATACTATACTAACAAAGTGGTATTAAGTCGCGGTCTTTGCTAGGACCGTTAAGTTTGATGAACTGTATGAGAATTGTTCAAAGCATTTGATGTCACTATGGACATAAATGTTAGAATTAAATTTTCTAGTGATCGAGCAAGAGTTTTCCTGTAAAAAGGATTAAATTCAGATCACAGTCAGAAGGAATAATATTTAGTGGTATTATTTCACGGTGCCTCGGAAGCATCGTCAATACAAGAAGAGCCTGAGAATGGCAGGGACTATATTGATATGGCCAGTTTAATAGTCGATCTGTTTGTTAGAAAAGATTAGGATCGATTGTTGTCGCCTTTGCAGGGTGATTGACAGAGTACACTAGCGTACATTTAACAACTTATTCTGTGGAGTAAGTTGAAAGCAATTTGTTTTGTTTATTGTTACAATCCAATATTGCAATTACATTTTTAATATTTACACATTAACCTTTCTCAACCATTTTATAATATTTTCTTTATTTTCATTTTTATAGATGCCTATTAGATTTTCAAAATTAAAATTTATTAGAAATCTTATAATATTGCAATTATCGAACAAAAATTTACAAATATTAAAATATTCAAGTTTGAGACAAAATGTAAAAGCATTCATTATTGCCAAATCGCTTACATCATAATTCGTAAATAACCATTTAACCATATTATTTTTATTATTTTCACATACAATAACAAAAATTTCGTTTATATCATCATCAGTCATTTTATTTATTAACATATACTTATTATTGCTCAAACATATTCCATAATTTGAAGTGAACCATTTTGTACCTTCACAATCATCATTTAAACAAAAGTTTCGAAAAGCATTTGTCATATTAAATATTATGTCATATCTGTCTGTGCTTATGTACTGTGTCACATTCATTTGTCCCCCCATCATTATTATATCTTCACTGTTCACTAATTTACTATATTTGCTATATAATAGTTTGCATATATGAACATTTCCTTTACTAAATACTTTTGATACTGACAATCCATTTTTTATATCAACACTAATTTTACTGAAGTATTCATTATTCTGAACAACAAAATATGTTCTTTTGCATAATCTACAAAATTTAGACAAATCATTTAAATCAAGATAATTAATAAAATAATCGAGAAAATAAATATCCTCAAACATTTATAAACAATACAAAGGAAAAAAATCTACAAAATAATTTGGATGTGCAATGGTTCTTTCATAAAATTGTCATATCCAATAAAAAAATTTATATTACTATTATTATTTTGTTTTATTTTAATAGTTTGATTACAAAAGGGACATATTGTTTTAATTGACATAGATTTCAGTAAACATTCTTTGCATATATTTGCATTACAGCAATTCAATTCAATACTTTTTGTTTCACTGAGACATATGGGGCATTCAAGATCAATAATATTAGTTAATAAATTATCATTTATATGGTCATCTGTTACTTGAAAAGTTTTTTGGTTTAAATTATAAACGAAAAGATCAAAATTGGTTATAAATTTACAATGTGCATTAAATATGTCTTTATATTGACATATTTTATCGATAACCATTGGTTCTTGGTATCCAACCGATAGTAAATATAAACAGGTTTTCAAGGATTCATTTAAATGTAAAATTTTCTTGCAAATATGTTTTTTATATTCATTGTCTTCTATAGTAAAATTCGTTAGCTGTTTTATTATAAATTTATCATCAGTTAATATCTTATTTTTTATAAACAGTTGCCACAAATCATCGGAATTATAATCTGAATTATCATATTTCAAATACAATATGAGTATATATGGAAATTGTTTTTTACTAACAATAAATTCCAAACAATCATATAAAACAAATGTACCTTCAGTATAACCAAATTTTTTGCATATTTCGAACAATAAATCAAAAGACTCATTTAAAGAATTCTTATTTAGTAAATATTCCATTGATTTATAGCAAACTATTAGTGATGGATCAGCCTCTAGATTAATATATTTTCTACAGGTGTTATATAAGTCATCAGTTAGCAACGAATGATAATTTTCGACAATTTTTTCTAATAGAAACACATATTTAAAATCATCATTGGAATAGTTTTTAATAATATCATCATATATATCATTTTTTATCCCCATCTTTTGATAATACTTGAATAAATTATATCCTGACTCCAAATTATTGAATTCTTCATAGGCTCTTTTGTGATAAACAAAGTATTTTATGTTGTGTGGTTTATATTTGTTGCCCAAATTAAATAATATTATATTTGTTATATTATGAAACACAGATTGTTTTTCCACAAATTTAAGAATATTTTTGTAATTTTCTTTTGAAACTTCCATTTTATCAAAAAGTATTGAAAGTAAACTAATGTTTTTATCAACAAAAACTCTTTTTATTGTGATGTCATTAATTGTAACGTCTACTAAATCTATATTTATTTTGTTATCTATTATATTTTTTAATAATATGTCAGAATCATAATCCTTTATAAGTGTATTTATATCGGTCATTATAATAAATTCAGAATAAATAAAAATTAGTTTGTTCTCAATACAATATATTTTTCTTTAAAAGATTTTTCATCACATCCAACTGACATTAGTTTATATACCTTATCGTTTAACATTATACATGGTCTGTTATATTCATATTGTATTGGTGGCCACACATCTTCAGGACCACCCTCCAAATATTTTCTATAAAATATTTCTTTATCCACAACCTGATTCTTAATATTTTGTTGGTTTAATAGATTTTGGGAAAACAGTGCCAATCTGGCAGGTATAAGCATTTCAAATGCAATATCTTTATTATTCTCATATTTTTTCGACACGAATTCTGAAAATTCTTTTTCTAAATTCTCGATGGATTTTGGAGTTTGATCAAAGCAAAGAACCATTGTTTTATAATTAAATTATTAATGGTAATTTCTGACTGTTATTTTTTCAATTTTTATACCATAAAATTGAATAATAAAGTTGTTGTTATGGTACATCAAGTATCTTTATTATTTAATGAGTCAGAAGAAACTTTACGACAATATAACCTTATTGTCACATGATGATAATTTTATTGGTTATATCAGTAAAAAGAAGACGAATTGGTATCTCAATAAAAATTTAGGAAATATGATTAACGATACTACCTGTAAATTGAATTTTAAGGGCAATTTTAAAGGAGAAACATTGCCGAGTAATATTTTCAAACAAACAAATAATTGTGTGATATGTGACACTGAAACAAATTTAACGAAATTCTCTTTGATACATAAAGATATTAAAAAAATATTGCCACAAAATTATAGATCGCGACGATCTCACGCGATATTGCCAGTATGCACTGAATGCCGATCAGACGTTGATTCGATTATGGCTGAAGAGATAAAAGAAGTTATAGGTTTTGACTCTTACACAAATTATCATCAAAATATCAAAAAGTATGCAGATAAAATAATACATGATAAAATTAGTCCATATGATCTCGAAAAAATTTGGGCTAACAAATTTTATGAAATATTCGAGCCTCAGCATTTACCAAATGGGTGGAGCGAATTCTTTGAAAATTAGCTGAATCCCTATGAAAAATATATAGATTTTATAAATTATATTTTATTAATATATATACTCAATGTGTGATTGTAAGAAAGAAAAAAAATGCAAAAGAGAAAAGAAATGTAAATGTCAAAAAAAGTGCTGTCGAGTTAAGAAATGTAAAACAGTGGTTTACGTAAAATGTTGTGAACCATGTGTTTATTACACTTATTGGTGCTAAATCCAAAATTTAATTTATAAAAAAAAGATTATGGAAAGAATGTACTATAATCTTTTCTCCACAGGTATTCTAATCGATTGGATTTCTCTTTTTGGCATATTACTTTTATTATAAGTGTTATGTAAAGCGACAATTTTATTAAATTCACAAATGTAAATATGGCATTAATAATAACAGTCGCTATATTTTCATCAAATTGTCTGGTTTCTAGTGTCATTATGAATTTATACAGCACAAACAATATGAAAGATAATAAAAGTAGACAAAAACTTGACCCCACCAAACCCAATAATATTACAATTATTTTTGAAACAACAAAGAAATTCTTTTTTGTGTGACAGTCATGATAATAATATTTTTTTGTTTGTATGAGCGGAACACTTTCCTTCACAATAAAATGTTTAACCAGTTTATTTATCATTTTGCTTATTTGATTTAGTAATTTTGTTGTGTTAGATAACAAAATAACTATAATTATAAAATCGATCATACTCATAAAACATAATATTATAGATATTGTTGATAGTGTGTTCATTTGAATTAACATCATTTCAAATATAAAAACTACTTGTATATTCAATTTTTTTTATTTTTTATTGCCAATACCATTTTTTCGGCTTTAACCTGTTCTCTCACTACGTGATCAATCATATCTTGTCTCACAAGACCCTTATATTCTTTATTCAAAATTTTTTTTTGTAGATCAATACTGGCATTACCAATTTCTTGTACGTATTTAAATGAAGCCAATATGATTTGCTCCATTTCATGTTTACTACTATACAACATTAAAGGAGATTTATCATATGATTGTCTCAATATTTTCTCTAAATCAAAATTTTCAGGTAATTTGTCAGTTAGTTTCTCAGCAATGGCTGTATGTTCTTTTGACATTTGGACATAAAATTCTAAATCTTCATTTACTGGTATAACTCCTTTTATTCTTCTTTCGAAAGAATTAAGTTCCATAAGAACATGTTGAACATAAGACAGATATAGCCAACCCATCCATTCACCCTTATTAAGTCTATTAATCAAACTTTCTTCAAATTCACGCAGTTCAGTCAATAAAGTGAATAATGTTGGAAAATCAAATTCTTTTATATTGATTTTAGAAAAATCTTGTTCAGTTAATTCTATTTTAACTTTATTTGGTTCATCATAGTTTGCCAATTCTATTTTTATTCCTTTGTCCATAAATTCTTTTTTCATAAATCTGTGCCATTTCTGTTTTTGCTCTAATGCTAAATTTCTTTCTTCTGGTAATTCCAGAGAAATACTAATAACATCAGCATGCTCTTTCATCTGATTTCCCCAAAAATATATTTCATTAATAGCGAATTCAGGATCAGGGATTTTTTGATTGCCCTCCATTACATCAGGATCTGCTCCTCCTTGTTGCTGATATTTTTCACGCATATACTTTTTTTTGTATTTCAAATACTTTTCTTTATAACTTTCCATATAATTTATTGAAGAAATTAATAGTTAGAAATATTGAAAATATTATTAATATTAATAGATATAATAATATTATAATACGTTAAAAGCAATGGCATGGAGAAAAAGAAGAACATGTAAATATATATTAAATGAGCAGAAAATTCAAGATTATTTTAATGTTCTCAAAAATATGAGTAATGATGACATTATAAAAAATCACAATGAAATTAAATATTTTAATGGTTGTAATTTTGATGTTAACATTCCAATGGCATGTGGTACTTCTGCAAACGCCGTTATGAATATATCATTAAAGTTTTTTAATAAAGAGCAGTCAAATATTCTGGCGACATCTGATATAAATTTGGTATTAGAGTTACTAAAACAAAATAGATATGCTCCAAGAATCATATTATATAAAATATGTGTAAACTCTTTGGATGATGATTTTATTGGTCATTCTTTTGTTATAATCAAGTTGCCAAATCACGAATATACCATTGTACAGAGTTATATTGGCAAGTATTCTTTATTTGATTGGTTGACAACTAATAATTTTACTCTGATAAGTTATAAAAAAATTGTTAATATTATAAAACGTCTCATAATATTCAATCAAAATGGACTTATTGATAACAGTTTTTTGAAATTGTGGAAAGAAATCACAAATGTGGATTATGAAAATCCCAACTTTACTAAGAAATATATTATTTATTTTTACACTGATATACTTTTTTATGACATTTAATAAAATTTATTTATAAGGAATGTACCAGTTATAATTGCACAAGTAAAAGCTATAGAAGTCCCTAATACAGGTAAACTTCCAAATCCTAAGATTCCTATTGTTCCTATTATAACACCACCAGCCGTCGCCCCTGTCGATAATCCATTTATAAATGATAACTTTGTTTCCGAAATTAACTTGTTGATATCAGAATTTGCGACTGATATATTATTATTAGTATTATCAACCTTGAGTTCTATTTGTTCAAGTTTATTGTTCTGCTCACTTAATAATAAATTAGTTTCAACAGCCTTATCCAATATTTTGTCTGTAATTAATGAAATTTTGTTTAATGTATTCTCAATGTTTAGATTCATTATATATGACACATATATAATTTTTATATATTCAAACAATACAGTGCAGGTATTACGGGCCATATCAATCCACAAACAATATTCTCAAACACATTTTCATCAGTAGAATATAAGCAATAAGGTAACCAAATAAAACTGGTAGTTACAGTGACTGGTGAACATACTAACGCAATAGGTAGATAGTATTTTAAAGGCATATTGCCTAAAATATTCACCATCTCTTTTCTCATCAATTATAGTTTTAGAATTTACAAAGCTCTTAAATAAATAAATATCAATTTTTAACACTATTGTTAATTTTTTCCCATCTTAATCTATCCTCTAATATCCACTCAGATTTTATAACCATCTTATTACCTTGTCGTTCAAACACATACCACGAGTCAACAACTTCAGACAGTTCAGTATTTTGTAGTATTGTGTCATATTCATCGTCATAATCAGAATAATATTTACTACCTAATTTTTTATAAGCACCAATATTGTACAAAGTAAATGTGTTATCCTTATTACATTCTACATACGAATAATCTGGACATTCTGGTTGATCTAATTGATACCATCCTTTTGAAATATCAGTAATATCAAAAAAACGAAGATCAGCTATGCCACACCATGTATATGGTTCAACTGCTATCGTATTACCATCTAAACTGAAATGCCAGTCGGCCCAATACAAATCTGTTTTTTTTTCAACGATATTATGATATATTTGTCCTTTATCAAGATTAACAAATGTCATAGTAGTAGCAGTCATTCCGGTGACTAACCATTCTTCTTGATTCTTGGTAAAAAATTTATGATTAAAATCGCAGGAGCTTCTAGGTATTTTACACACTAGTTCATCATTGTTAGTCTTAAAAACAAGTCCACATGTATAAAATATGGAATTACTTTTCTCGCCAGAAGGAAAGACATAACAACTTCTATAATATTCAACAATTAATTTGTAGTTTCCCGATGGTGATATTATAGTCTCTTCTTTTATTTTATTTTCTGGAACAATAAACTTGATAACATCATGATAATCTTGAGTTGTTTCCATTTCAATTTTAATCTATAAATAAAATTAAGGTCTTGTAGTTTGTTTTTCAATATTTATGTTATTCCTCATTCATTTTTTTCATCCATCTTATTTTATCGTCAGACTCACATTTTGATTTTAAAACCATTTTATTGTCTCGTCTCTCAAATGTATACCATGAATCGATAATTGTTACCTCATCAACATTCTGCAATTCTGGTAAATCGTGATATTCATCATCTTGGAAATGATAATTTTTACTTCCTAACTTTTTATACTCATTTTCATTATATATTGTGAATGTGTTATCTTCGTTCCAAATGGGAGGTTTCGAATAAGCCGACTCTTGACAGTCCGACACTTCTTCCTCTAACATAGGCCATCCTTTTGATATATCAGTTATATCAAAAAAATAAATACTATAAGAACCCCCCCAAGGACATGCTTCTACGGCCAAAGTATTACCATCAGGACTCGCAAACATTCGATACCAACACAAACTATAACCTTTTTTGTATGTTTCTGTGTACATTTCACCAACAACATCGTGATATATCTGTTCTTTATCTAAATTTACAAAAGTTTGACTCATATAAGTCATACCAGTCACCAGCCACTCTTCTTGATTTTTTATAAAAAACGCGTGATAAAAATCACAATAATTTCTTGGTATTTTACACACTAGAATATTGTCACTTAGTCTGAAAACTTCTCCACACGTGTACTCCCAACCAGTGGTTTTATAGTAACTAATAACTAATTTGTACTTTCCTGTTGGCGAAATAATGGTTTCTTCTTTAATCTTATTTTCCGGCACGATGAATCCCATAATACGTTTGTAATCTTCAGTATTCTCCATATTATTTTAATTTATATTTTAAACTTTTTGACTGTTATTCTTTTTTAATTTCAACTTTTTCAGTAAAATTGAAAAAAAATATGATTGATATTCGTTATTAATATTTAATCATTAATAATGTCAAACTTTTCCTTCGAATGGCCTACAAATATACCGTATACTTTAAGTCATATAGAAACAATATTATATTGTGCCGCAGTAGCTGGAGAAAATACGGTGGCTGTTGATATCAATAAAACTGAGGATTTTCATACTTGCGAAAAATTTGCAAAAATATATGATCTTAAGTTTGAGTTATGTCGAATTCCCAGTAGATCAAATCAAACGTTCGAATTCAAGTTCATTTTTCCGGAACAACAGACACAAAATAATAAAATATTAGATAAATATTTCTCCACTATAAAAAAATATCGACATTACATTCTGAAAATTGATGACGATGCTGTTTATTTTTATAACACTAGTATCTATGACAAATTAAAAACAATGAAAGAAGGAGAATCCTTCATTTTAAATAACTATTCAATTGATGATATTTATCACTTATTGACATATGGTCCAAAAGCTGGTTTTTACTATAAACTGGAATCACAAACAAAACAATTAGTTGTGCACAGAGTTCCAAGTTATGGCAAAAAAATCATTTATCAAGAACATAATAAAAATTATATATTACAAAAATGTTTAGATCGTCTGGCTTCTCTTATATCTGCTGATCTAATAAATAAAAAAAATGTACACAAATATCCATTATTCGGCATCCTAAAACAATCAAATGAAATATATAAAAAAGATTTTCTCGAACTATTAAATTTAGTTTTAAATAAAATTAGTAGAAAGTATGAAATTGTTGGAGAAATGGTAGATTGTGGTATTGATTACACATGTTGGGATTTTGTTGTTATAACTCCTGCTTAACCAATAACTTTGTATTCGTAAAGTCCTGTATAAGGATTCAACACTAATCCAATAACCGGTTGTTTTACGATAACCACTCTTGGCTGAAAAGAATTTGCATACTGTGTTGGCGTATTATTTACATAAACTGTTCGTGGTGTGAAATCAGCGACATTGTTACTATAACCTTGTGGCAAAATAACTGCGTTGGGAACTGGTGCATTATAGTTGTAACCTGGGTTGTAACCTGAATTGTTGTTTGAAGAGTATTTCTTATAACGTTTTTGTTGAGACATGTTGTTTTTTGGGATATATTCTCTAAAAATAAATAAGATCTTCAGACATTTCAAAATTTCAATTTTTTTATTCACATAAATGATTTTCTCTAAAGTAATTAGCTTCCAATTCCCAAAAACTTTGATCTGGTTCTCTAATGGTACCGTCTTCAAAATAAAACATCATTTTTGCAAATCTTCCAGGATTTATAAAAGCTTTCATATGAGCTTGGACTAAATTTTCGGGTCTATGTTTAATAACTCTGCTATGAACTAACCACCATTTGTCATCATAAGTTCTCCAACGTCCAGAATCAACGGGTTCTTCAAATTCAACTTTAATAACTTTGCCATAATTTAATGAATTAAGCCACTTATAATTATGGCCGTTTTGACTATGAGCCTTTACACTATTATCAACACAATTTTTATCTAAGTTTTCGCCACCCTTTTGCTCTTTTAACAAATTAACATATTTTGTTTTATATTTAATATATTTCTCTTTATAATTCATTTATAATATGATTTATGATAAAAATTTGAAATTGTAAAATATCTGAAAAACCCATAAGAAAAAGTATTAATGTGGATGGCTCTCTGGAGAGTGTCTTCCATTCGGATTTAAACCCCGAATTAAAATAAAACGTTTGTAATGATGGTGATGTTTGATTAATATTGCAAATTATATTTAAACCTTATTGTCTAGAATTTAGCATCCCTGTTTTTTGTAGTCTATTTGCGCCATCGTCAAGGTGGAGTTCGTAAGTAGCTACAAGTACAAAAGCAGGTAAAGCGACATTCGAAGCAATGAGGAAGTGACATATGTGAATATATGTTTTTAGATGTAAGATGCAATGGTATCAAGCGGATGAACAATTACACACTTGTGACCCCAGGTGTCCTTTAATTAGGAGGGAGGAGTTAATATGCTCCCCTGGAATTCTTGTCGAACCAGAGGCAAGAATAGGCGACTTTGATATGATCAAATGCGGATAGTACTAAAAGGCGAGTGCTATCCTAAGAACCAAGTCTTAGCATTAAATCAATTAAAAGTTCAGCAGATTATGAAAATTTTGAACAGGCAAATGATTATAAGGTGGCCAAAATGAAGAAGTTTGACGTCGTGCCCAACAAATCGTCCAATGAAATTGATGCATGTGATTGGGCCGTAATCGAAAAAGCTCCTGATCAGTTTCAAGCAAAGATTGGAGAAGGTTTTAGAAAAACTATCAATAATGGTAGTGTTGCAGCGGATAGCAAATATCTTGTTCTTGGCAATGATGCTTACATTAATATTCAATGCAAGAAAAATAAGAAGAACCTCGCAAAGAAAGGATCTGGAAACAACAAGAAAAAGTTAACGTCCGATGAAATCAAATTGGAGAACTTTATGAAGAAATTTGAAGAAAAACTAGTTGATCTTAATAACAGTTCTTCCACCAAGATTGATACAAAGTATGTCGAGTTAGTTGGCATGCATTTCATCAAAATTGCTGAAAATTTGTTGTTGAAGAATGATTGTGAGAAAGCAGTTGAAATGACCATTGCAATAGATGCTTTTGTATCTGACATGAGATCGTATAAGGGCACTTCAGTTATTAACCCAACAAAGTTAGTAGAAGTATCAACTCAACTACTCGAGGATATGGTGTCAGTTCACAAAAAGTTGTTAGAAACTTTTGAGATTGACTATCCAGAAATTCCAGCAAAATATCCAGAATTGATTTACAAGAATGATTATTTCAAGTATATTCCAAGTCTGGGATTCAAGCTTACCTCAAATCAAGAAAAATTGTTGAATCTTTTTAAAGCTAACATTAACAGTTCTTTTTTGATTGAAGATCATTCTTCAGTTGGTTCAGGTAAAACGTATAGTGTTTTGGCATTAGCTATGTATCTCCAAAAACTCAAACTCGAATCTGGAACAAACAAAATAATCTTATTCGCATGTGAATCCTTGCATGTTAGAGTAATGGTTGCTATGTTGTTCAGACAAAATGGTGTTGAATTAGCTTCTGCCAAAGTATTGATCGATGAAAGTGTTAAAGTTTCATGTCAGAAATCTTCTACCAAAAAGACTTTGTGTGGTATTGTGTGCAGACCTGATGCCGCAACAAAGATTTTGCAACGTGAATATAATAGAATGAAAGAAGAAGAGGATGACAATTGTCAATATGTTCTTGTGTTTGATGAAATTACAATGGGTGTTGATCACAGCAAACAACAATTGAGAGAAAACGTCGAGCTTCTTAGATATTTACCACCTCAAACAATCTTGATGTCAGCAACAATGCCAAAATTGGAAAATGTGTCTGAATTTAAGAAGCTGCACATTAATAAGTACCCTAAATGTGTGTTTGAAATTGTCAAGTCAAATGACATTCATATTCCTTGTAGTGTCAAAAACTTTGAAGGAGAACAAATTTTACCACATCATGGCGCAAAGAATGCTTTTGATATTTCCAATGCAGTTTCAAAGACAAACTCATCCTCATTTATTATGAGAATGATCACACCTTCAGATGTTACCAGTTTGTATAAAAAAATGATTAGACGCAAGATTTTAAATCTACCTGACATTAATAAGGAATTCTCAACAATTAAGAATTTCAAGGGAACTAATGTAGCAAATCTCTATATTAAATTGTTGGAAGCATTGTCTCAGGAAACTGATGACGTTATCAATAGTGTTTGTGCTAAATCTGAATTAGCAAAATGCAAAAAGATTGATTTGCTAGAAATGTCCAAAAATTATGAACAAGCAGGTAATATTCTGTTGGTTTGTGAAGATCCATTAGAACAAGTTTCTAGATTTGACGAATTAATCTCAAAAGTAACCACTTACGTTAAAGAATCCGGATTTGATTGTATGTTGAGTATGGTTTCAAAGTTCTTGGAAGATTCTGAAAACTATTCTGCTCTCAGGGAAAGATTAGAAAAAGGAATTTCAACGAAAACTTTGGAAAATATCGCAAACGAGTCATTTGAATTGCCAAAGAAGGACAAACAAGGTTCAGATTCTTCTTCCAAAAAGAAAGACAATCACATATCAGCAGTAAGAGAGTTGAAGAAAATTGTTGAACCTGAGTTGAATTTTCCTTCGAAGTTCCAAATTGGTACTCCTGAATATGCAAAACATTTTGCAAAACTCGATGAAAAAGATCAAAAGGTAAACAACAAGTATAGAATTCCATTTTGCATTCAATCACTTCCACTCAAAGATTTAAACAACATTCCAAATGAAGTAATGATTCTTCTCTTTTGTGGTGTGGGTTTTCTTACCAAAAAGTATGGTTCATATTACTATAGATTGATTTCGGACTTTGCGTCAGACGGTAAACTATCTGTATTGATTGGCGATAAAAGTGTATGTTATGGTGCAAACTTTAGCATTGACACTGTTATTGTCGAAATTGAAGATTGTAGCATACAAACTCTATTCCAAATCATGGGTAGAGCAGGTAGAAGAAATAAGGCTTTCAGAATTGCAAATGCTTTTGTATCTTCTGATGCTGGAAGCAAATTGTTGAAATATATTAAAGATTTCAATAACGATTCTGATAATATCGAAGAAAAGATTTTGGCAGCTGAATTTCATAAACAGGAACAAGCAAAGCTTGGATCAGTGGAACAAGAGAAAGTCGAAATAATTGTTCCGGTTGAACCAAAACCAGTTGAAATAAAGAAAGAACAACCAAAACAAGAAGTAGAAAGTAAAAGATATATTCCTCCTCATTTGAGAAGAAGATAAAAAAACATTAATTTATTAAACAGGAAAAACTTGAATAAAATTCTCTATTTCAGTTCTACAAAATGGACATTTGTCTAATTGTGATAAACACGAATTATCTACATTAAAAGTATGCATACATCCAAATAACGTATAAAACTTGTCATTTTCGGCACAACATATTGTACATACTTTTTTTTCAGAATTATTTTTTTTCAAGGTATCTATAATAATCTTTGAGTCGTTTAAGGTTAAATTTTCTTTTATTTTTTCGTATATTTCTTCATTAAAATTTTTAATAAGATATTTTAAGCAATGATTAACTACAATTTGTTTATCATTGCTTTTTTCTAAAATTACAGAAATTACGTCAATGTTTCCACATTTTAGTATGTTGGATAAATATTTTTCAATAAAATTACCGTCTGGCGTTATGTTGTTAATAAAGTTTAACAATATTTTAGAATATCTTTTTTCGTAACACAATACAAATATATCCTCATCAAACTTGATATTATGTTTTTCTATGAATTTTAGTATTATTTCTTCTCGAAAATATGTAATTATCTTTTTGTCTTTCAGTAAATCAACGATATCATCATTTTCAAAAAATTTAAATGACTCAAATAATTCTCGATCGTAAATTAGTTTAATAACTCTGTCAAAAATACTTTTTGTCTTTTCTGTTGATAACTTCGCAAATATTTTCACAAATGTTTTGATTATATATTTATTTTTATTTTTATTTTTATTTTTATTTTTATTTTTATTTTCGATCCAATTAAATAAATATGGTAAATAATCAATATTGTGCGAATTCATCATTAGATTCAATATATATTCAATTTTACAATTATTATTATCATCATCATCATCATCGTAGTCATCATCATCATCATCATCATCGTAGTCACCATCATCATCATAGTCATCGTCATCATAGTTATCGTCATCATCATCATTATCAAACAAAGTAATAGGAGTATAATATTGCAAAATATCTAGTACATTTATATTATTTTTTATTAATAATACAATCCATCGACTATATATACGATTCTCTTTTCTACTGTTTTTCAAAACTCTTTTTCTTATGATTAATGCTATTAAGTCTTTGGAATAATGTTTATTTATGTTATTATTTAGTATTTTGAATACCATATCAGCGACTTCTTCCGAATATGCAGAGTCAAAAAAAATATTAATTTTGTCATCTAAAACTAATAAGATTTGGTATAAAAAATCAATATCTTCTTCATTGCATAAATATTCTATTACACTGTACCCCATTTCACCTAAATCATGATTATTTATTATTTTAACAATTTGTTTAAAAAATTCCAAATTTTTGTTCATAAAATTTGAAATTAGGTAAAAATTCATAAAACTATCAAAATTTTCCTTAATTATTGTTTTTATATGGTTAATATTGATATTAGTAAAATATTTTTTAATTATTTGTTGACCTAATGTTTTACTCAAATTATTTTTTATAATGTAATAAAAATAGCTATGATCACCTACATAATTCCAGACATTACTATCATTTCTATAAAATTTGAGGATTTTTTCTAATATGGTTTTTGAATTGTGTTTAATCGCCCAAAAAAGTATTGGTTCGTACCTAGTCGTTTGTGATATTGGTAAACATTTATCACCAAATTTGTTTAATAATGCAATAATAACATTTTCGAAACAAAATTCTTGGGCACACAATAACGCATTTTTTCCTTCATTATTAACTTTGTCTGGAAAACAATAGTCGGGAAAATTATTTATAAGATGGAATGCCACTAAGTCTCTTTTTTTTAATATACATATCATCAGAAGAGTATTATTTTGTGAATCAACTTTATTTATAATTTTATTTAAATTTTCTTTTTTTATTAATTTTATTATTTTGTCTTGTGAAACATCTTTTGAATAAATTTTATTTAAAATAATTCCATTCATATGTCATAATCAATAGTACATACATCTTGCCAAATTATTTAAAAATCAATTTTTTTTAATAATTCAAACAATAAATTTCCAATTAATTCGTCTTTCTTGATACCAAAATAATATTCAAACCAAAATCCTTTCGGATAACCGTATTTTTTCTTTATTTCAGTTCCAATTCTTACATTTTTTTTGTTTAGACAAAAAATTACAATACTATTGTCTTTTGAATCAAATGTATATTCGTCGGACATTAAATTTAAAAAGTTTTCTTTGTGTTTGACTAAAACAAATGTAAAATATTTCCCCTCTAAATCTAATCCACTTTCTATTGATATTAATAAAGAATTTTGAGGAGATAGTTTTTCCATCTTAGTTAACCTTCTAACGGCTCCCTCTAAAGTCTCTTGTTTATTAACACATTGTTTAAAATCATATTCTTTTACCTTATATCCTGTTATGTTTATGGAATTAAATTTATAATTATTTTCAACATTTAGTTTATTTAATGAATTGTTTACTGCTTCAAGTTTGTATTTACAGATGGATGATACGCAAACATTCAACGTAACATTTGATTTTATTTCTTTATTGAGCTTTATGATTTGTAAATCATTCATTATGTCCTCGGCTAAATTATTATGAATATCCAATACAATAAATGGTTTTTTATTTAACTTATTAGTAATTAATGGATTTGTATTTGTGACATAAAAATTTTCGAAACCACTTTTTGAATTATTCTCCATAAAATCAATGTAACATTCATTTGGAAATACAGCATGAGTAACAAAACAACTAACTTTTTTGAATCCTGCATTTTTTAATTCCTTTCTACATTCATGTAATGTATTTCCTGATTGAACAAGATCATCGATAATTATAACATGATCAAAATTTATGTCGCCATTAAAATTATATTTATCACTAACCACAATTCTCCTATCATTGCCCAATCTTTGTTTTGAACATACAATTGTCGGAAAATCAGTAAAATAATGTTTAAATCTTTTAACTGCACCATCATCCGCAAAACACACTGTTAACATTTCTTTCTTTATAATATTTTTTATCAATGGTATTAACGTCAAATGTTTCACTAAACAAGTATCACTAAAATATGATACAACAGGCAAAGCATGAATATCATATATTTTCAACACACACGATTCTCTTAGACATGATGTTAATAATTTGGCTACTGGTTCAGCAGAAGCTAATATACCTTCTTTTTGTACTCTTTCAAATGTAGCTGGAGCAAAATAAGGTATAACAAAAGTGAATGATTTAACTCGCTGTTTTTGCAACATAATACCAAGCATGGCTGTTTCTAAAAATTTATTTGGATTAAACAATGTTCCCAAAAATACCACATTTTTGTTATTAATCGGCGTTTCAAAAGTAATGTTATACCACTTGTCTGGAAAATAGTTCCAATCTATTTTTCCGAGTCTAAAGTTATAGGGATAGGTATCGACGATATTATGAGCTATAGATTCCATATCATAATGATAAAATAGTACTATTCTTTCATCTATTTCAGTAGGAAAATATTCATAGTTAACTGTTTCGATATCATCATTACGTTCAACTAATTCTATTTTATTGTTAATTATTATGGGAATATCTAATTGTTGATATTTTTTCTCTATTTGTTTATATTTTTTTATTTTCTCATCTTCTTGGTCATTATTATAACTATCTTTATTTATGTTAAAAGGAATCTTATAAAATGTGTTTAACTTATATTTATTTAATTGAGTTCTTCCATTTAATCCTAATAATTCAATTGCACATGATACAAAACTAATGTTAAAACCTAATTCTGAAATAAATTCACAAATGTTTAACATTAAACATCCATCATCCAATATATCATTAATAATGAGAATTTTGCTTTGTTTAGATATTTTAGATAATGCTTCTTTATACACTTCAATACCAACATAAGTTTTGTTTAGTTCAAAATATTTAAATAAAGTATTAGGAGTATCGGTGATTCTATTTCGTATAACCAAATATGGCAATTCCATCATATCAGCCAAATAATAACCCACATAGCCATATGATTCTGTGAAAACTATAGCATCCACTTTTGTTTTATACATTGTGCATATAACTTGACAAAAATCTTTTTTATCATTATTGTTTACTGATAAAAGTGTTAAATCCCGATATATATTATTGTGTATAAGTTTGGGATGCTCATAACAATTTTTTTGAATTATGTCCATATTATCAATTAATATATATAATATTTCTTTAGATAATAATATACATGACCAAACCAAATTTTTTGATATTGATAGTTGATGAATTGCGATATCCGACAACTTATGAAAGTAAAGAATTAAAAGAATGGAAAGAAAAAAATCTTAAATTTATGACCAAGTTTGCAAAAAAAAGTACAGTATTTCATAATCATTACACTAATACAACAGCATGTACTGCTGCCAGAACAACCATACAAACAGGACAATATCCGTTAGTACATGGAGTAACTCAAACAGATGGAATAGCTAAAACCTCAGATGATCCTGCAATGACTTGGTTAGATAAATTTACTGTGCCGACTATAGGCAATTATTTTAAGGAATCTGGTTATGAAACTATTTTGAAAGGCAAATGGCATATATCCGATAGTGCAATAAAATTTCAAAATGGCCAATATATGAACACTTATGATGAAAACGGTAATCCAATTCCAGAATTAGAAGAAATTTATTTGAAACAAAATCCACTAAAGGATTATGGTTACAGTGGATGGATTGGACCAGAACCTCATGGATCATCTCCTCTTAATTCTGGTTCATCAGTGCCCGAAACTAAACAAGGTAGAGATATAGGATTCACCAAACAAATTACTAACCAATTAGAAAAATTAAAACATTCTAAAAAACCTTGGTTACTAGCTGCTAATTTAGTTAATCCTCATGATATCGTGTTGATGGGCTTACTGGCGGATAATATTGTGTCACCATTTGATTTCGAAATAGATCCAACATTACCAAAAAAATTATTCACCAAAGAATATGATATCAGTCACAATGAATCATTAAAAACAAAACCGATGGCTCAAACAAGTTATAGAGACCTATATCCAAAAGCTGTACAACCTATACTCAATATTGATAAATATCAACGATTTTATTATTCTGCTCAAAAATATGTAGATGAAAATTTAATGAAAATTTACAAAAAAATTAAATCAATGAATATGTACAAAAATACCATCATTTTATTCTTGTCCGATCATGGAGATTTATTGGCGTCTCATGGTTCTATGTTTCAAAAATGGCATAACGCATATCAGGAGTCTATACATGTGCCTTTTATGATATCAAGTCCTTTATTTCGCGACAAGACAAATGACATTTACGACATAACATCACATATTGATATCCTTCCGACTCTCCTTGGTTTTGCCAATATAAACGCAAATGAAATTAGACAAAAACTTATGAATAATTTTGGATTAGCGTTGCCATTACCTGGACGCGATCTTAGTGTTTATTTCAAAAATAAAAATAATATAATATCACAGTTGCCTCTTTATTTTTATACTGAAGACGAACCATTCAAAGGTAATAATCAAGTGAATTCGATTGGTCAACCATATGACGCTGTACAACAACCAAATCATGTGCAAGCAATAATTTGTAATTATAAAGGAAAACTATGGAAATTAACTAATTATTATGGTTCTAACCCAACTAAAGGAGAAATTATTGGCGAATTGTACAATGTGAATGATGATCCGATAGAAGTAAACAATTTGATAAATGATTGTAAGTACAGAGATATTCAGAATTATTTGGTTGACCAAATGAATAAATATTCGTTTTTATATAGAGGCCAGTAATATTGCAATATTTTAGTCTTTACAAATAATATAAACAAAATGAGCAATATATTGGAAAAACTGGATATGCAGGAGGAAGAAGAGCTGTGCCATATTCATAATAAAGACACAAACTCATTCTTATTGGAATATATGAAGAAATATTATGATAACTCACTTTTAAAATTTACCGAAGTTTATAGTAAATTATTTAAATTAGAGAAAAAAAGAGAAAATAATATAGACAAAATCATTACTAGATGTTTTATAAGTAGAGTTTATTGGAGAAAATTATTAACAGGTTTACATCCAGAAGAAAATGATCATATTTTTATAAAATGTGAAAATGATATTCAATTAAACAAAAAAAGCACAATCAACTGTCATAAAAAGTCAAATGGTGTTGAAACTAATTTTGAAATAAATTTGAACTCGTTTTTTAATGGCTTTGATTGGAACAACAAAGTGTTTTCTTATGTTTTGCATCCTGATCACGAATTCAATATTCTCATTGAAAATAATAATATGTATTTAATTCAATCATGGCTTTATCAATATCCATTGAGAATATATAATTTAACTGGTAATAAAGAATACAAAAAATTTGTAGAAATATTAAATGATTTATTGGTCAATATATACAAATTAAATTTAAAGCCAAACACCATAAATAAAATATTTTACAAACTATTTATGTGTTACAGAGAAAAGATTTATGTCATAAATAATAATAAAATAATATTTAGAACTATTGATGATGAATATGTTTTCAATATCAATATTTCCAACAAGAAAAAACAATTCAAAAAAAAATTTAAGGTCATGATAAATAATTTTACTCTCAATAACAAACTGATATGTTCTCAAAATATTAAAAATCAGAATATTCAAAAGGGATCTGCTAAAGAAAATAATTTTTTAGATAAGAAAGTTTATTTGATAATTACAAACATTATTGATAATTACAAAAAAAACATTTTTATTGTCAACACAAATTGTGACAGTAAAGAAGCGATTATTAGAGAATATATTATTAAGTTCAGGGATAACGAATTAAATATTTTTCTTATTACTATTAAAAAGAATCAAGATGATCTAAATTTTGTTTATTTTAATAGTTTAAGAAATGAAATTTTTATAAAAATGGACAATGATATATTTGGTATTTTATTGGATCAGTTTACTAATAAAAATCTAGACAGCGAAAATATTCACTTTTTAATTGGATTATATTTTGGACAATTATTGTTGGACATTGATCTAAGTAACTCTGGACATGCCTATTATAAAATGACAAACAGTAATATTGTGTCAATTAAAAAAAATAATCAAAAAATCATAAAGTTATATAATAATAACAAATCATTTGAATTTGAGTCTAATGACGAAAAAGAATTAATAAACAATTTAATATCAATATTTAATTTAGCCAACAAAAATACTCAAAAATATACCGAACTTTTGAACAAACATAAAATATCAGAAAAAATCATGAAAATGATTAGTAAAATGGATTATTTAGATATTAATTCATTTTATGATAAAATATCAGGAAAATTTATGAATTATCATAATAATAAAGATAATAGTGCTCCATTACACTATTTTTTGTCAATATACATTCACTTGGCTTCTTACAACGGTGAGATGGGTAATAAAAAAAAGTTGAGGATATTTATAAACACATTATATTCAGATATTAATAAAGAAATGATGATAGTCAACAAATATTATGATAAATACAATAAATACAAACAAAAATATTTAAGCTTGACCAAATAATGATTTAAAATTTTTAAGATCATCACCCGTTAAATATGATTCTATAGTTTGTAATACATTAGTAGGCAATTGTTGTTTTTTTTCCGGTTTAATTTCTAATTTGGTCTCTGATTTAGTTTGGGATTTAGTTTCTGATTTAGTCTCTGTTTTGGTATCTGATTGAACCTGATTCTCGGATTTTACGGCATCATTCTCGCTATCTTCCATCTGTTCAACATCTTCATTTGTCCTAAACAAATAATTTTTAACTTTTTTAAATGATGCGTATAGGGCATAAGCAGCCAAAACAAATATAATAATTTGGAGTATACTACTATCAAACACGAATTTGTTGATAAGAAACAAAACGAATAGTATTACTAATATGTAGATATTATATTCATACACAATATCATAAAACGGAAGAAACATAATTATATATATTCTTGTTAAATATATATAATATACATCGATAAACTCACTTGTTTTTCAATAGATTCGTAACACCATTCTTCATATATTAATATCTTTATTGATTTGTTATAATTAATATTAATTTGGTAAATGTTTTTTCCACACAAACTAAATATTCTGTTATTTTGATTAAAAAAAATGAAAATGTAAATTCATAGAAAAACTCAATATGTTTAACATATGTATTGCCACAATGATAATAGCGTTTTTACAATCTCTATTGTTCAAAGGAATAAAAAAATGTGTTAAAAATGAGAATAATTGTCGAGCTTCGTTACTAACTACACTTTTACAAATACTCTTTGTAATATATGTTGTATGTAATGTATTTTTATTACGCTTTCGATTCTACCGAGATATTTATTTTAACAAAATCTTCTTAAATCTATTTGTAAAAATAAATTCTTATCTGACTCCATATCCATTAATACTCACTGTTTACATTATTGTAATTTATTTTGCTAAATACTTTTTGAATTATATTATCATATTAGCAGCAAATATTATTGTTTTTCATTGGACAATAATGTTTTGTATTCATGGAAATATATATGATCATTTTTATTTATTGTTGAAAAAAATCTATATGTGATAAAATTATTATTTTCTTCAGAAAATCTTCACTTTAATCGAATCAATCCAATTGGTCATTTTAATGTTTATTAGTTAATATTGATGATTCAGTAGTTTTATTGTTTAATCTTTTTAAAAAAAACTGAAAAATATTTAGTATGGTATATAAATTACAATAATCATTTTATTATTCTTTTTAATGGTAATACAATACGATAATGTTTATTTTGATTCGGATAGAAAAAAAATAATAGAGCATAGTGAATCGAATATGGATTATATTAGAAATGTATTGAGAAAGTATTATAATCCAATATATGTTCCTAATGGTATCAATGAAGAAAACAATTCGATAAATCTAATAATAAACATATTAAAAGGTGACTTAAAAGCTGTTATTGAAAATATAAAAAAAGGTTACAATTTATCAAATTATAAGTTCGCTCTTGATCGTTATGGATTAACATTTTCAATTATGTCAAATCATTTAGAAATTTCTCAATATTTGCTCCAATTCTGTGGACCAAATGAAAAATCAAGAGCATTAGTTGTGTGCGCGGATAATGGATCACCATTAGATGTTTTTCAAATGTTGACCAATGCTGGTACCAAAATAGATTTTAATAACTATCTGGTGGTAACTACTCTTGTTAAAAGCAATCATCTTGATATGATAAATATAATGAAATATCTTCTATCTCTCGGAGTAAATCCCACTATAAATGATAGTTTAATATTGCGCGCAATAATGGATAAATTAGTGTCTACTTATAAAAATTTTCACATATTTGACCAAAAACTTTTAGATTTTGCAAAAGAATTGTTGACATATGGTTGCGATATAAATGCATGTGAAAGCACATTATTATTAAAAGCATTCTATTACAATGATATTGAAATCATTAATCTTTTAATAAATTTAGGTGCTAAATTGCCAAAAAATAAAATCCGTTTATACATTTATAATATGTGCTATAGAGGATACTGTTGTGATGAAATTCATGAATTAATAGAAAAATTTACTGCCGAAAACAATGAATTATCTTCCAGTTGTGAATATAAACTTTACAAATTATGTAGAATATGTGAAAAAGCAAAATGGATATGTTCTAAAGAAGAATTATATTATTTAATTAATTTGGTTAGCAGTATTAAAACTTTTTATACCAAGATTATTGTTACGCATCTCATTTATAATTTGTCAAAATCTGAATGTCCTAATATGCAATATTTATCTTGTTTCATAATATTTCATTTTAGATTGCACATTAATTTATTCGATCGAATGTTTCGAGGCTACTATCCTAATGATTATATTACAAGAGTATATATAACAAAATTATATGAAGAAGGACAATTTGAAAATGCTTTGATATGGAAAAATATGATTGATTTACCAGAATTAAACGACTTATATGCTTCTTGTGAAAAAATAATAAATAAACGTAATAATTTTATGTGGGTTTTGAAAAAAAAATATGATATATCAATAATCACTCAGTAATTTTAATAATTATGTCTCTATATTTGATATTTTTTTCTATTTTTTTTATAAAAACGTGTTCGCATTTTATCAATATTTTAATTAATCTTAAAAATTTTTTATCAGTATGACCTTTATATTCAACCATTCTCACGGCAGCTTTAGTAAATCCATTATAATATGATTTTTTACACATACTATGTATAAAATCACTCGATGCGTACATTATTAGACTATCAAGTTGTTCAAAATCAATGTATCTTAATAATTTTACACAAAAATCTAATATTTTATTATTTCGATAATGTGATTTAAATTTATAGAGCAAACACGATGATATTTCTTTGTTACCTCCAACTAATTCATATATGTATACCAACATAGATTCATTCAAATAATTAATATATCTAGATGTTAATATTATTTGTAGTTTATCTTCTGTATTACATACATCAATAATCTTTTTAAATGTGTTTGTATCGTCATTTAATATTGCACCTTCAATATAATATTTTATATGATCATATTTAATTATTTTTTCATTAATCATTTTTTCAGACAAATTTATTTTTGAATCTAAACAAAGTGTAAAATAGTATAACCGATAACTTTTTTCCTTTTCTGTTATTTCATACATATTTATAAATTCATTATCATTGAGGGCCATTAATAATTTCAATATCAATGATTTATTTTTACAAGATTTTACCATATATTCACAGAATTTAAATTTATTTTGGTCTTTTATATTGATATTAATAATGTATTCTATAATATCATCTCTTTTACTAAAATAATCTATCATATGTTCATCAATAATACAAGAAGTTCGTAAAGCACGATCTTTGAAAGTAACATATAAATTAACAATTTTTTGTGCATTAAATTGGTTTAATATATTATAAGAATCGTTTCGAAAACCCGTCCAATATATTGAAGCAAAAACATTGTTTATCAAAGTATCATAGTCTGTTAACATTATTTAGAGTTATACTATTGATCATAAAGAGGCTATTTATAAATATATATTTTCAATTTTTTGTCTTGTAAATTTTAATAATTTGATTACTAATGTTTTGGTCAATATTTTTTAGTTTGAGAAGTTTTTTTAAATTGTCTTCATTGTGGTCAACATAAAATATTTTAAACTTATCAATAAAAACTCTATAATCCAGAATTTCACCATTTAAAAATTTTATTTTGTTTTCAATTTCATTAAAAGACATAGAATAATTGATTAATTGATTTTTAAGATATACAATGTCATAATAAATTCTCGTTATTATTACTCTATTATATTTTAGTAAATTATCGAGTAATAATTTATCCTTATAATATCTTATCAATTCAGTGATCAAATACAGTATAATTACATTGTTTTCATTGAATTTTGACAATATTTGAGAAATATCAATTATTTCTTTTGAAGGTTCATCAATAATGCCTAATTTATCTTGTTGGACATGAAGAATATTTCCTATCAAATTTTCTGTACCTTTTGTAATTGATTTGATAATTCCAATATAATATTTTGTTAATGATTGATCAACCAGACTACATATTTTCTCTTTATATTTTAAGAACAGTGTTTGTTCAAAATTTTTCTTAAATAATTCCAATTTATCATTTTTATCGAATTTACTATATTTTACTTTTATTTCATTTATATTATTAGTTAAATATTCAATTGTACCATAAACTGAATTTATAAAAGTGATGTTAAATAATTCATCAGAGTTATACTTTATAAAATCGGTCAACTGATTCAAAAAAAGTGTGATTTTGTCGGAATAAAACTCGGACATTAGATCACTCGTTCTATCATTCAAATATTCTTGCAAACAATCTTCATAATTTTTTAAAGTAAATATTAAATCAACTGAGCATTTTAATAAAGTATTTTCACATAAGGCAGAAATTATCGGAACATTATATTTAGCAAAAGATTCTTTCAGCTTATTCACACAAAAATTGTCAAATGATATTGTAATTGTGTTGCCAAATGATGAGTTTATTTCGTTTAGTTTCTTTTCGATTATTCTGAGTGATCTTAACATTTTAATGTCTAAATTTTTATAATCTTCAGCCATAATTTTTTCATTTATTTTTTTTCCCCAACAATCCATAATATAATTGTTTATATTCCACTTTTTTAATAATATATATTTTTTATCATCAATAACACTAAATATCCATTTGAGTTGCAAAGAATATGCAGTGACAAATTTTCCTTCTGGAATGGTTGAGCAAATTTTTTCGGAAAGCTCAGATAGAAAATTTTCTCTATCAGTATCGTTCAAAACTCCCAGTAAATCACTGATTTGATGTAATTGTTCATCATTTTGATCATATTTTTGTACATCAAAATCATTTAGTAATTTCTTCTTTATTAATTGAAGTACCTCAGAAAATTTAATATATAACTTTTTTAAATAGTGATTTTCAATTTCATTACTGAATATAGAAAATCTTTTTCTACACTCATTTGCTAATTCAAAACTGTCTTTGTATAATTCGGCATGAACTGAATAATACAATTTGTCAATAATATGCTCCAGTGTTGTAATATTGTTAATTAGTATTAAACAATTTTGTAAAGAATACTGTATGATGTGAATATCATTGCAACTAAGTAAATAATTTACATAACTAGTTTGATTATTTATTATGTCCATTTAATATATATACGTTAACATATTTACACATTAAATTGCTTATATCGACATAATAAATTTCAATTTTTACCATAAAGTTGATTTAATTTTGGTTTTTCTAGTCAAGGCGTCTTTTTTTCCAATAGGACCTGCTGTATCTACCAAACTCTTGTAACTACAAAAGGCATTTATTTTATTGTACAATATCATGTGATATACCATTGTATCGTTTTCCCCAATACTTTTACTATCTCTCAAATAATCAAAAATTTTTTTTGCACCATTTTTTGAAATATAATAACAAACAGCTCCATACATTGGAATACTTTTTGCAATGTATGCATAAGAATTGAATATCTTTGATTGGTAAGCTATTTGTTTTTTCTCAAAATGAGGATGTCTATAGAGCGAAATATAATCCATATCTGGTGTTATTTCTGAAAAAACCTTTTTAATTTCTATTAAAAATTTATCGGTCATTACAATATCATCTTCGCATATTATATAGTAGTCACAATCAGACTCTATCAATTTTTTCCAAAGCAAAATGTGAGATATAGTGCATCCTATAACACCCATAGTTTTTCTTCCCCTTTTTACTCTTTCAATATATTCTTTTGATATGTAACCAATATCAATATAATAATTCAACTCTTTTTCACTCAAACTATTTGCATCAATTGCATTAAAAATATTTGATTTGGGTAAGACAGTTGTCATAATATTTTTTACATTGTTCACACGATCTGAATTTCCCATCAGAGTTATAAAATGTACATTATTCTCGCTAAATTTCATATAATCTTATATTCTATATAATTTCAGTTAAACAAAATTCGTTTTTGCGCGATTGTGTAATATTCTTGGTTGACTCACTGCTGTCGGCCAATCAAAATTCAAGCTTGGTATTTCTTTAGTTTCAGCAATATCTATCATGATATGATTGTCATTGTTTTCTACATTATTTTTTTTTCGATAATATTCTTTCAGTTTGGATGTTAATGTTGATATTGACGTTGATATTGACGTTAATATGTTTGTTTCATCATCAATCATTTTAAATATTAGTAATGGAGTTAACATTATCAAAGTGTGCCACAGACTATGATAAATCCAATAGTGTCCACTCGATCCTAACCAAAAAAATATAATTGCTGATATTGTTGATATTAGAGACATCATCAGATAAAAGATATTAAGTTTCGGAAGTTTGTTTGATATACAATATGACGTAACAATTGTAATTAGGCACACTATTGACATAACAGATATAACAAAAATCTTGTTGCCAAAAGAAATGAATTCTATCAAACTGGAGTTACCATCCAATGATTCAAAATTACTGATAAGAACATTCAGACAGATATAAATACATGTTAATATAATTGTAATCACAGTTTCGATTCGCTTATCATCCAGATTCAAACATGTTGTGGCAATCACAATACCAACTAAACATTCATGATGATAATCCATAAAAGTGTAATAATATCTTATAGAACTCATTGTTTCATTTAAATTCAAACACCATAAAAAATGATATATGAGAGAAATTATGCCAGCTAAAGACAATAAATACCCCTGTAACAATCTATTGGTTTTTATAGCATAACCGACACTAACAAATATTATTAAATTTGTTAATATAATAGGTATATCTGTTAATAACATAAAAATTAAAACTGTTAGTATATTTATGGCCAACATTGGTAATAATGTTTTCAATTTTTAATATTGAACAATATGACATTCTTTAATTCATCGGGATAATTGTAAATATCTGAATGATTATAACATTTATCAGATTTTGCTCCTGTCATTATTCCCCATTCACCGTTACCACTAAATGCTGCGTTAGTTTTATTGGGAACTACTTGAGTTATTGTTGAACAACAATTTTTTGGACTAAAATTACTGTTTAAACCGACAAACTGATACGTTGAACACAATCCATTATTTTGAAATAATGCTACGAAATTATTGGATGAATAGAATACTGGACAAATAGATACTCCAAAATTCTTTTTATATACTAATGTTAACTTATTTCCCTTGAATTTATAAACCCTATATTCATTTCCATCACATTCTAAAAAAGATTTTTGAGGTTTGTTTTGTATAATAACATCTCCATCAACATTTGCTCTATTTGTTCCCACTAGTATACATATTTTATCGTTGGTTACATTAGTAACATCATAATGAAAATATTCTGGCATTTCTGTTTCGCATATTAAATCGATTGTTTTATCCTTTATTTCTAAAATTTTTAACAATGACGGTGGTTTTGCGATATAACAGTCAACATCATATTTACCCCCTTGTGAAGCTAATACAATATACTTTTTTTGTCCAGCAGTAAAAAATTTTGCGTTTACAGATGTATTGCCATCATATTTATAACAAGCTATTTCGCATAAATTTTTTGTGTCTAGTACTCTTAACACTGATTTTTGATTATCCTTTCCCAAATTTGAATCGCATACATAAGTTATCGCAATCATCTTACCGTCATGAGAAAATGATCCTCCGCAAAATGAGGATCCAGGCGCGTAATAATCTGTAAACAATTTACAAGCTTGAACATTTAAATTATTGTCCAAGAGTCTCAATCTCGCTGTGTGTTTACCGTTATCATCAAGTATAGAAAATTTATTAAAACACGGCGAAGCTTGTCCGCCATCAATATAAGGAAAATTACAATCCCCGCATAATGTTCTAATGGTCATTAATTTTCCGCAGTCATTGCAAAATAATTCTGCCCCCAGTTTATTTTTTTCAGTAACATTAATACAATAAACAATATAAATTCGTTTTCCGCAAGATGATATCGAACATGGAGCTGCATAACCAGATGTTGGTCTGGAAGTAGCAAAAGTTATATTAGTATTAGGACAATGATCACACATATCAATATATATATTGATGTATAGAAAAAAAAATTGAAATTGGCATTAGTCTAAACAACCTGTGATTATCTTAACACTAATTATAACATTTTAAAATGGAGTATGAATTTGTATCAGAATGTGGTTATAAATGCCAATTGACAAGAAATAGGTTAGGTATATTTTGTGGCTATGTTCAATTGCCAGAACATCATCCATATTATGACAAAGATTACTTTGATATTAAAAATATTGACTTAAAATTTGAATTATCTTACGGTGAAAATGGTAAATTTGGTTTTGATTGTTGGAACTGTCTTTCTCCAGATGAAACTATGCGACTCATTAAGAGTGGAAAAGTATATAATGGTGAATGGGATTATGATAAGGTGAAAGAAGAAACTGAAAATATGGCAAAACAATTCAAAAAATTAGAAACTTGAGTATTTAGTTATTTTATTGATCAGTAAAAATAAAATTTACGTCGGTATTGTAATTAGGTATATTATTATACAAAATTGCAAATTTATTGTGCATTATTAATGATAGTTTTTTATAATACGAACGACAATCGCAATTAATAATTTCACTATACAAACCTGAATCGAACAAACATTTTAAGAATGTCTCAGGTGTATAATAATCTATTTTCCAACCACAATTTAATATTTCATTTTTATAACCATTATTAAAATAATACATCAGAGTCTTAATACAATTTTTATTTATAATGTTCACAAAAAATTTGGAACAGTGATACTCGGATAATGGTGGCAACGCTCCTCTGTTTATAAGGTGTAATAATGCACAATCTACAAAATTTTCACTACTAATCATTTTGTAAAGAGTATTATAACATGTAGAACTATTATCTATTGGTATTCGATCAAGAATGTACAATAGTGATTTTAAATTATATTCATAGTATTCTAAAGCTAACTCAAATATAAATGAATCATTACCATCATACAAATTAGGTTCTTTTCCTACTAAAAATTCAACAATATCTATACAATCATAATAAAGTGCAAGAATCACGGAATCATATATAATATCACATTTATCATCATCATAAATCATTATTTGAGCTCCTAAATCGTATAATTGTTTAACTATTTCAATATTCCTCGTTTCTATAGCGCTGTTCAGTGTAGAATTTTCTGGTTTGTTTTTAATTATTTCATCACAATTTTTCATTCTACTAATATTTTTACAAACGAATTCAATTATATCAATATTTTCTCTGCTAATTGCTAAATCTAGCACACTTTGATTTAGCAAGTTATATTTAAATACATCATCATTGTTTAGCAAATATTTTATGATATCTATATTATTTCCACTAATTGCCGACTTAAAACAAAAAAATATGTAATTTTTATACTTATCATATTTCTTTAATAATTTCACAGCTTCAATATTTATATTATTGATGTAATTATTAAAATACTTAGGATCTGGTGTAATACCGAAATCTATTAAATACTGCAAATATTTTGTATCCGTTAAGCAGATAACAAATTGAAATGTTTTTATGTAACATATTTTTTTTTTGTTTATCAACAGCTTAAAAATATCAAAATTATTATTTTTAATAATATCTGAAAGTATTATGTCAATTGTATCATCATCTGTATACTCTTTAGTGTTGTCAAGTAAATATTCCAATGTATTATAGTCACACTTGGAAATTGCTTCTAACAATGTTTCATGTGAGCTAATATATATCTTTTTTTCGAAAAAATATTTAATCAGTTCAAAACTATTGTTCTTAATGGCCATGGTGAAAGGAACTTTGTGTGAGTCTTTAATCAATTTATTAATATATTCTGATTTTTCCATCAAATATATATTGATATTTAGATCATCATCATTTTTATATGTTTTTGTGATATCGTAATGGAAATTATCGTATTCATATAGGTTTTCCATTAATATTTTAACTCCATTATAATATTTATGATATAATCCTAAAGACACCAAAGAGGTTAATGTCGATTTATCAACATGAACTTCATTTTTTTTGAAACATTGTACCATAAACTCCAATATATCACATACCTTCATACTTAATGAACATCTTATAGCTTGCTTGTAGACTTCCAAGTCAATTGTTTTAGCTGATTCTACAACAAATTTGACCAATCGTATGTTTCCAGTATATATCGCAGTATAAAGAGAATTATAGTTACCATCATACATATGTAAATCATATCCGTCACATAATAATTTTTCCAAAAAATTAATTCGTTGATTCTTTATTGCATAATTTACATATTTACTAGTTTTTGGTTGATTAACTGTGAGTTCTAAAAAATAATCATAATTATCAGTTTTAATGGAGTGTTTTATTGCGTTATTGTTATAATCGTTCAACATAATTATATTTGTATGATACTATTTGATAAATTAACATTAATATGTTCAATTTTTATTGAAAAGTCATATTTCTTCCTAATGAAAAATATGATGATTGGTTTGATGATGGCGCACTAAAATATTTTAAAAATATCAAGTATATGTCTTTATCTTTATCGCGTGGTAGATAAATTACTGATAAAAGTTTGGAGATTCTCACTGACCTCCATACTCTCAATTTATATAGAAACAATACGATTATGAACGAAGGAGTTAAATTATTTACTAATATTCACTAACTAAGACTTCCTTTAAATAAAATAATCACGAAGAATGGTATAAAATATTTGACAAATATAAATGTTCTAAGTTTGTATGGTAGTAAAGAAATAGATGGAAAATGCTTAAAATTTATACTTAACATTCGTGAATTGACTTTAATTGATTGTGAATATATATGTGATGATCATTTAAGATATTTGGAAAATATTCATAGTTTGCGTTTTAATTATGTTCCGAGTATTTCTGACAAAGGATTGTTATACTTAAAAACATTTATTCGTTATCATTATATGGCAATAATAAAATTACTGACATAGTATTGAATTATTTAAAAAATATTTCTTTTTTGTATTTATGGTCCAATCAAAATATCACGAATGAAGGATTGAAATATTTAAATAATGTTAAATCATTATATATATATAACTGAAAATACCAATATTTAACAAACATTAAACGTTTATTTTTAAATTCGAACACGAATATAACAAATAAAGGAATGAAATATTTGGAAAATATAGAGGTATTGCATTTAGATAAAAATAATAATATCACAGATGAAGGATTAAAATATTTAAAAAAACATAAAAATATTTGTTATGAGAGATAACAAAAATATAACCGACGATGGATTAAAATATTTAACAAATATTTAAAAATGTTAATAATCTAAGCTTGAATTCTAATAGTATAACTGATAATGGATTAGTCGACTTGAAAATATAGTTTTTCTTTCTTTTAATGGTGATAAAAATATTACTGATGAAGGACTAAAATATATAAAAACTGTAAAGAGTTTGCATATGAAAAAAAATAAATATAACAGTGGATGGATTAAAAAGCCTAAAATATTTGTCAGATATTACAACTCACGATAGAATAACATATGATCAAATAAAACTGTTATTTTAATAGTCTACTTGTCAGCTAATTGGTCAATTAGAAAATATTGAAAGTAATAGTATCAAATGATTTTATAATAAAAAATAGCTTTAAATCCTTTAATTTAACAAAATATATTTTAACAAATTTTATTAGCATTCTTATCGAAATAGAAATATGGAGCAATATATTTATTTATTTCTTTTGATAAAATATTGTTCTTAATGTCGTTATTTATAGATGCTATAGTGCACATATCTTTCATCACTTTTTCGGTGCAATGAGACAAAGATTCTTCATTTATTTTTTGCTGATGTTTTAAATAGTTTGTGTTTAGGTTTGTTATATATTCTAAAAGAGGATTTATAACTTGTTGAGTCATTTTAAGCCCCTTTCTATCAACTATCCATTGTGTACTTATTTTCTCATTATTATTAATATTATACAACTCTCTTATTATATAATTTAATCTATCAGTATCAGAATTCCACATAGCTTGTAATTCAGGATTGTCTTTTTTATAATGTTTTACTATAAAGTCGCCTAAATATTTATCTAATTTGTTTTTGTTGTGATGTAGTATTAATTCCTTTATTAAATAATCATTATTGTTCGATATAACAGAATAATCATTCAAACTGTTCAAACAGGGGGCATTATTATAGTTCTGAAGAAGATAACTAAATGTGTTCATGGATTTTTGAATCATACCTCCTGCTGAATTTATTAATTGTTTCTGAAAATTATTTTCAGTTTTGAGAGTCTCAATGTGACTTTCATAATGCTTTTTTGATATTAATAACTGCGACTCATAATGTTGTTTTGTCTCTGTCAACTGACTTTCCGTCTTAACCAACTGGTTTTCTAAATTTCGAAGCTTTTCTTTTAATAATTCTATTTCATGTTCTTTTTTAATATTATTTATATTGATTATTGTGTCATTTTTTCGAGTTTCTAATATTGATAGGTTCTCGGCATGTTTTTTTGATTTCTTGTGTCGCGACCAAGTTGATCTATTGTCAGTTTCAAAATTACAAATATCACAATTGTATTTCATAATATAATATGTAATAAAAATATATTCTTAAATAATTATGATTGTCAAATAATTTTTTGTGGATTTATAGGTTAAAGATTTTCTTGATTTGTTGTTTTGTGGTTTGTATTTGATTTTCATAGTTTAATTTCATTTCTTCTATCATATATTCTAAATTTTTTACTTTATTACGAAGTATTTCATTTTCTTTACAAAGTAATTCATTCTCATAATCTTTTTGACAGTATTTAACTCATCGATAGTTTCCTTTTGGCTGGTTTTGTCATGATGCTTTTTGATTTTTTGTGATGCGACTATGTTGATCGTTTGTCTGTCTCATAATCACACAAATCACAGTAGTATTTCATTATAAACTTGTAACCAATCATAACTTTATATATTTGTTGTGTATGATGATTTAGTTTGGATATAATACATGTCAATCAAATTATCAAAATATAAACAGATCCACAAATGATTAATAAATTTATAACAATAATGTTATTAAAAATAAACTCTATTTGATGTGAAGTGCAGAGCAACGATATTATGTTTTATTTTTATCGATATTTAAAGTGATTTCGATAAAAATTATTAATAAAACAAACGATATACAGTTTGCTTTTTTTGTAATTAAAATGTATCGTGAAAAACTGTTCAGTTTGAATGAAATAGTAAAAGTAAAAATACAATAAAAAGAGTGTTTCAATTAAATTGAAAAGTACAACAGGAAGAGTGTTCTATTTTTACGAAAACAATAAAAGTGCAACAGGAAGAGTGTTGTAGTTTAAAGGAATAATAAAAAGTGTGGCAGGAAGAGTGTTTCAATTTTGCGAAAACAATAAAAGTGTAACAATAAGAGTGTAACAGTATAATAGAAAGAATAAAAATGCAACAGGAAGAGTGTACAGTATAATAGAAAGAATAAAAGTGTAACAGGAAGAGTGTTACAGTTTAAAGGAATAATAAAAAGTGCGACAGTAAGAGTGTTACAGTATAATAGAAAGAATAAAAGTGCAACAGGAGAGTGTTATATTATAACAAAAATATATAATGATCAAATGCAATTAGCCAATAAAATATTTAAATTAATGTCTATCAGCCAGAGTATTATAATAAAAAATTATTTTTCCAAAACCATATATTTAATTGAAATGTTGATAAATTGTTGATAAATTGTTGATAAAATATCAACAGAAAATCAACATATATAAACCTTATTACTTTTTTTCTTAATTTAATGTTGATAAATTGTTGATGGTTTTTATCAACAGTATATATTATTCTAACCTTATTACCTAAATTGAAAAGTAATAAGGTTACATTTAGATAAATATAATTGTAATTTCTATATATTATTTATTTAGAATAAAATTTTAATAAAAAATATGAAATGGTTACCTTATTACTTCCATATAATTATTACTTCTAAAATATGATTATTCAGAAATTTAATTGAATATATATTTTGGCACACACAAACTTTGTGTGTGGAAATTTTAAAGGATCATTTAATTTTTTATTTTTGTGATAGATATTATTATGAGATTAGACTATTTAACTATTCACTTTATTCTTTTTGTGATATATTTTAATTGAATTAAAAACTTTCCAAAAATATATTGTTTTGAATAGATCTGTATAATATAATACTGTCTTATTTCAATATTTATTGATGTTAAAAATATTTTCGATCAAACTTACTCCATTAAAAGAACAATATAATGGTAATTAGTAAAACCATATAAATTAAATATAAAAAGTGCTACAGTAAGAGTGTTCCATTTTTACGAGAACAATAAAAGTGTAATAGGAAGAGTGTTTATATTTTATAGGAAAATAAAAAGTGTAGCAGGAAGAGAGTTCCATTTAAATCAAAACAATAAAAGTGTAGCAGTAAAAGTGTTCCATTTTTACGAAAACAATAAAAGTATAACAAGAATAGTGTTCTATTTTTACGGGAACAATAAAAGTGTAACAGGAAGAGTGTTCCAATTTTACCAAAACAATAAAAGTGTAACAGGAAGAGTGTTCCAATAAAATGGAAAATCTAAAAGTGTAACAGGAAGAGTGTTTCAATTTAACCAAAACAATAAAAGTGCAACAATAAGAGTATTCCATTTTAAGTGAAACAATAAAAGTACAAAAGGAAGAGTGTTTCATTTTTATGGGAACAGTAAAAGTGCAACAGAAAGAGCGTTTCAATTAAACCAAAACAATTAAAGTGCAACAGGAAGAGTGGTACATTTTAACGGAATCAATTAAAGTGCAACAGGAAGAGTATTTCAGTTTAACGGAGACAGTAAAAGTGCAATAAGAAGAGTATTTTATTAAATTTAAGCATAAAATATCAATTAAAATCCGAAAAGTAATAAGCCGACTAATAATTAAAGTATTTCTATTTATAAAGTTAACACAAAAATTTGAAAACTTTTATACATTGGATTATCTTTAAAAAAGGACTAAATACATTTAAAACTAAATAGGTTTTTTAAAATGGCGAAATTTTCAGTTAACGGCGTTATAACACAAATTAGCGAAACTATTCTTAATAAATATCTAGACAGCTATTTGACCATATTATCAAAGTTGTCAAAGAATAGTACGATACCAGTCGATAAATTTGAAGATTCAATTATTGTTGAAGAGGATAATGAAATATTTGACAAAATTGTTATGGTCTATAAATATGGTTTACAATCATTACCAATTTTTGACAAAACGTTTATTGAAAAACTGCGATTTTACGGAGTGCTAGATAATATTGTTCCAATGGTCAATAAATATGCCACAAATATTGGCGTAGTAAATGATTTACAAAAAGCCAAATTAAAAGAAGAATTGAAAAATATTGGTTTAGACATTTGCAAAGTTGACGAATTTTTGATTAAAACAAATGCAACTATGTCGGGCCCTCTAGTTTTGAAATCTTTTTATTTCCAAGAGTGGAAGACAATCGGATCAATGGCTTTACCACTAGTTGAAATTTCTATGTCAGAATCTTTCGCACAATTTGTTAATGATGATGGTATTCCTAATAATGTTGTTCCTCACATATTTAACAATAGTAGATATGACAATGATGATCCGTATCTTTCAGGATCAAATAATTTTGTCAGAGCTGTCATCAATAAGATTTGTTCTCTATTTTATTTAAAACAAAATAGTAAAATTTGGATTTACACATTAGAAAAAAATGATTCATTAATGTCATTCAAAGTATTCGGGGACGGCATGATATGTTTGATGGATTTGCATATCAAGAAAAACGATTACATTGTGTCAAATAATTTGCACAAATTGTGTTATTATGATGGTTATAACTTTATATCAAGAGAAGATAAGACGGAAAAATTACAAAACAGTTACGATACAGTATTATCATATGATGATATAGCTGTATTTAGAGATAAAATATCATTAATACAACAAAACCAAATAAACTATATTGATAGTATTGTAGAATTATTTGTATCGTTAACATCATCGAAAGTAAGGGAATATGTGGGCAAACTAAAACAAGATAGGAGAAATAAATTTGGTATCAATCCATCATCAACTAGTTCTATAAAACCAGGATCTCTTTTATTTGATGATGATATGATGGCAATAAATTATCTATTAAATGGTATAAGATGTGATATTGGACCTATCACATTGGAAAAAGCACAACGAATGATTATTAAATTATGTTGCATTGAAAACATCTCTTCTCAGTACTTTGTGGCTCACACGGTACCATTTCACAATCTCATTACGCCCTTTCAAGAAGGAATATCGTTTGTTGCACGTTTTGATTATTAAAAATTTGAATATAAAAATATATAATACTGTAAATAAATATATTTTATAATATATTTTATAATAATATGGCACATACTTTTGTAATTACGGGGCATGTCGATCATGGCAAATCAACTATTGCAGGACATATATTAAAAGATTGTATTGGAATAGAAGTAGATGATTCAAAATATAGATTTGCCAGAGTGTTGGATGTTGATGAATCAGAGATGCTGAAGGGCAAAACTCATAATATATCTGTTCGTGATTTTAGCTATAATGAGAAAAAATATAGATTGATAGATACACCAGGTCACAAATTATGTGTTCCCAAAATGATCACTGGATTGACTTTATATGATCCTTCGTGTGTAGTGGGTTGTTTGGTGGTTAGCGTGGCTAAAGGAGAATTTGAGGCCGGGTTCAACAATGGTGATAATTCAAATGGTAAAGAGGAAAAAGATAAATTTGGGCAAACAAGGGAAGCAGCGTTGTTAATGAGATCTGCTGGAATTGTGAATTTCGTAGTTGCTATGAACAAGATGGATCTCATTGAATGGGACCAATCCAAATATAACGAAATTGTCAAAAAACTTGAGCATTTTTTGAAACCATTAGGATTGAAGTCAATAAAATTCGTTCCAGTCTCAGGTTTTAATGGAACAGGATTATTTACCGTCAAAGATTTACCGAACTGGTATATAGGAAAATCATTACTTGATACAATTAGTGATTTCAATTTAAAAACTCCAATATCTGACATTAGTGAGGAAGAAGAAATGATCAGAGAATTGAACTCTATTAAATCAAATAAAATTAAAAATAATGTGGATAGATATGAAGACATTAATTTAGTTGCAAATGTCCTTATATTCTCTATGGATAATCAAATTTTAACAAAAGGATATCAATTTACAGTTCACATAGGAGACGGCAATTATAAAGCCGAGATATTGCAATGTAAACCAAAGATCATAAAGGAACCGACAGAAAAACCGTGTGGTATGGCAATAAAAATTTATGATGTACCGAAGCATTTAATAAAACAAAAAAGTCGTTTAATATTTAGAACTTTAAATATGACTATGGGTTGTGGTATTATTGAAAAATTTAATCATAATTAATTTCTTTGATCCTATGCATCATATATTCGTGCACAAAACCATTCACTGTAATACCTTTTTCTATATATTTTTCAATTATATCGAAATCAATATATTTTTTTTTATGTCCTCTTCTTCCACTTATGTATATATAAGAATCCACTGTAAAACCTCTTTTAATATATTTTTTAATTCTATTATAATTTCTATCTGTCATAACATGACATTTACTGTGTTTGTCAATAATTGATTGCATATGTGTAGAATCTATTTTTTCGCCATCATAATAGCACTTGCAAAAATCCAAATCAAATCTTTTGTTAATGTGCTCAATTGGATCTATTTCAACATATACTATATCTATCGAAACAGGTGAATTTTTAAATTGTAATTTCTGAACACATATTATTCCACTATTTTCTTCTGTTTCATAAGCTTTATCAAAACTCATGAACGTGTAATCATAATGATCACATTTTCCTTGGTTTCCATTATCATATTCTTCTTGGTCTTCATTATTATCATCTTCTTGGTTTTCGTTATTATCATCTTCTTGGTTTTCGTCATTATCATCTTCTTGGTCTTCATTATTATCATCTTCTTGATTCTCGCTATTATCTTTAACACATTGAGTATGTAAGCAATCAGACAACTGTTCAATTAAAGTATTTCTAAATCTACCCAAATTACTCATATATACTTTTTTTTTTGTGTCTTCATATAATTTTTTTATTTCATCCGAATTCATTGACTTCATTGTATTATTATCACAAAATCTCAACTCACGTAATATATATTTCATCTTATTCACACGTTTTTCTGGTTCATCAGGCCATTTATACAAATAACACAAATACAAAAATTTATGTGTAGATTCTATATTTCGCATCTTTTCTGACTCATTTTGATTGAGACCTGGGTGTCTATCATTCAAACCAGTATAATTATGGTCAAGTTCTTCTGGTAATCTTTCATTATAAAGTATTTGGCATATACCCTTTGTTTCCATATCTTGTTCGCATAATTTCATATTAACATCGGCAAAATCTTTTATGTTAACAAATATATCAATATCTGAAGTTTTATTATCGTCCCACTCCTGACACAACAATGATTTCAATACAAATGACCCACTCATAACACATTTATATTTTTTCAAAACAGAATTAAATTTATCTGCGTCAATTCCTAATGACAAAAGATTATTTTCCAAATTGTTCTTAAAAATATCTTGAGTTTTTTCAAAATTCAACAAAAGATTTTTATTTACAATTGTTTCGTCATATGTAACTCCATAAAATGAGAGTTTATCGTAGAAAGCTTCATCCATTGCAATTTTAGTGGCAATATCCACAGTAATATTATTCTTACATATTTCGATTATATCTGTAAAAGTATCAATATCTTCTTCAATAAGAATAGAATCATTAATTTGATCCACACCTATTTCACCAGATTCTTTTAATTCGCTTATTTTTTTTTAATACTCACTTTTATTTATAATATCCATTGTCAAATCAAATTCACATCCATTAACTATAAACTTAACCATTATAATGATATTTTGGTTTCATAAATAAATATTATGTTTTAATTTCAAATTTTCGAAGTTTCTCATTAAATTTCATTCTATAAGTTCCATCTGGATGGACTATATATTTATAATATTTGATGCCTATGTATAAACATATCATAACTGTTAGAATTGTTGTAATAATAGTAAATCCGAACACAGTCATGTGTAATACAAAGAAATAATTATTCTCTAACGCCTGTTCCTTTTTACGAGAGCATGTATTATACATGCTAAATTCAATTATATGTATAAAAATACGAAGAATTTTCGGAAAAATAAGTACAGGTAGCACAGTACAAAAGTACAAAAATGCGATACATTTACAACAATTACATTTTTTACACATAGTTTCGATGTGTGGAATACATATCTTGCAATCACATGCATTCCCTGGCATTGGTTGATCATCTAAGACTAAAAGAGTTTCAACGTTATTTACATAATGTCTATCCTTACAATTATCTTTTAGATACATTATTTCATAGTCGTGGTGATCGTTATTACATTTACATTTCTGACCTGAAAAATATAACTGTACAAATTGACACAAAATAGTCAAAACAACCATATAATCAATAAATATTCCGATATATATAGTTGATAACGTAATTTCTGTGTAACGTGAACAGAAATCATCATTTGAAGAATTCATTATGGTGAGTATATTTACCAAAATTAAAGGAACTATCTAATAAATTTAATTTCAATTTTTTTGAAATTAAATTACTTTTTCTATTTTAGAAACAAGCGAGATATTTCTCTGAAAACACAATAAAATCCATTTGTGCAATCAGACAATTCTTCCCCACCAAAAGACAATTTTAGTTTCCCAACTAATGATGAACAATCTTTATTTTTCCTAAATAATTGGTTAACCAGTTCTGCTCGGCCTCCTGCTTCCAATAACATTCTTTTATATAAAGTGACCTTGTCTGAATTAATATTTTTTCCTTTTAAAATAAAATTATGTACGTCATATCCAAATCTAATCAAAAAATTCGAATAACTGGGTATTTTATCACATTCTCTATTTAATATAGTGTTTTTTGTCACAGATAAACAACTTCTAGAATGATTTTCATATTATCAGATTTCCACAATCGTCGTTTCCATATTGGTGAATTGTCATCAGACCATCCATATTGATCGCATAATTGATACAATAATATTATTGGACTTTCGTTAATATTTACGTCAATATTTACATCAATATTATTCCATTTATGAGATAGCAATTGTGGGGAATATAATGATCCAGAAACGAGTGTATTACGCTAAATGGAAACGATAGTAACGAGACTAAAAATAGAATAAATGAGCTTGAAAATAATATTAGTACAATAAAAAATGTATAAATCTATTGTTTAGACATATTTACAACAATAAAGCTATTAAACAGCAAATTATAGAAAAAAATGAAAAATAAACGATTAATGAATATTTTAAAACAATCAATTTTAATTTATGTGTAGATTGCTTAATAATTATGGTGAAAAATACAGTTTGATTAGTTTATTAATAAATTATATTAATAAATTTAAACTTGATGACTTTATAATCCAGTTTAAAAAACACAATATAGTTGAAGATCAAATATGGAACAATAAATGTGCTTCTTTATTATACTATATCGCAGAGAATAATTTGGAAGAAATTATATCAATCATCAAATTAAAGAAATATAAAAGTTTGTTGGATAGATATTCCAAAAGTTTTTTTTGGCCCAAAAGACCATGGTACGATCATGAATGTATTGATCTTGGAGATAGATTTGGATTATGTTTCTCGATAATAAATAAATCAGATGATTCAATTGTTGAGTATTTGGCTGGTATTTCAGGGCCATTGGAAGTAACTAATGCATTTATATTGGCGTGTATGATAGATGCACCAATTGAAATTCTAAAAATTTTAGTAAAACATGGAGCAAAGACCAATTGTTATGGTGGTTTGGCTGCTGTAGTGTCTGGATCAAACATATATTGTTTAAACGGACATAAAATTAATAAAAAAATTAAATTTTTAATTAATAGCGGCATCGACATTCATTCATATGATGAGTATGTTATGAGAAGATATATTAAAGCAGGTGTTCACATTACAGTATTATATCTAATAGTTACATATAATTGCTGTGTAGATGCCTGCAATGATAATGGATTATATAATGCATTTTATTTTCAGAATTCAGATATGGTTGAAATATTATTGATGTACAGAAATGCAAGTGTACCATTTAAGTATGAAACAATCAGTCATAATTTAACCAATACAATAGAAGCAACAATATCCAAGTTGGAAAAATCAAATAATATCATATTAGCCGATAAACTTATTAAAATAATGAAATTCAGAATAAATATTGATGATAATATTATTTTAAACGTTCATTATAAGTACCATAAAATTGGTTACAATATGAGACAAAATAAAAAATATTTTGATTTAACAATAAAATTTTGAAATTAAGAACAAAAACGAATTTATTTATAATATTTACAATTAAATGGATTACAAAGACAACATTATAATTACCAGTTTACCTGACGAAAATGATAAAATTGATGGTTCCACAAATAAACCAAAGATTAGACACGACAAAATTATTAAACTGTTCAGAGATAAGGGAGGATTTTCTATGATGATTCCAAAAATGGAGCTAACACACACAATGTTGGAGAATTTAAATGTTCACAAATCAGATTATTTGGAATTTTTAAGAGATTCTTATGTGTCATTTAAGGACAATTATGATGCCGATTTCGACCCCAACAAAGATGGAGGTTTAATCCCTTATTATTTTTCGAACAGAATTTTGAATACAAGAACTAAATTACCAATGTGGAAAAAAGCGGGATATTATTGTACCGATGTTACGACTCCAATATATGAAAACACATATAAAAATTCAATGATGTCAGCTAATATTAGTTATGTTGCTGCCAAGTTTATAGATAATTATAATTTAATATATTGTCTAAATATGTATCCTGGGCATCATGCATCCAGTGATCAAATGGGTGGCTACTGTTATCTAAATAATGCAGCAATATGTGCAAAACAATATCAACAAAGAAATGCAAAAAATAAGATAAAACCAAAAGTAGCAATATTAGATCTGGATTACCATGCTGCTCAAGGAACTCAGGAAATATTTTATGACGATCCAACTGTATATAATATTTCCATACATGCTGATCCATATTATGATTATCCCAACCAATGTTTTGAGGATGAATTAGGCGATAATGAAGGTGTTGGATACAATAAAAACATTATCTTTTCAAAACAAGTAAAGGGAGATGAATATTTAGATATAGTTAAACAGGCAATCACAATAATAAATAATTTTGATCCGGAATTGGTTATTATACCATTTGGCGGAGATACCTTTAAGTTGGACAAAGATCCAAGCAGATTGTACACTGCATCTTTGGAATTAGAGGATTATTATGATATTGGACAAGAATTGAAAAAAATAAATAGGAAAATGATTATAACACAAGAAGGAGGATATGATATGGAAAATATTTCGAAAATAGTCGATAATTTTATTTCCGGTATAATATCTTAGAATTTTATTTATATGAAAAGTTGAAAAAATAAAAACTTAATACTCGTTGATATGTAATATTAAAATATTAATTATGAAAAATCTTACGAATTTATGTTCAGATGAGATTGCGTTCATCTGCACATTTTTAACAGATCGTGATAAAGTCAGTTTACTAAATATAAATCGAGAAATAATAAAAATATTTGAAAACAGTAGTAGTAAAATACAATTATATGATCACTATAACAATAATAATGTCAGAAATATACAGGAAAAATATGTCATAACTAATTTTGTATATTATAAAGAGAAGGATAATGGTCCAATAGATATACCAAAATGTGTTAAAAATATGTATTGTAAATCAAGTTTGATGGATGATATTAGCGATTTAGATAATTTAGAAAAAATAGTACTAATAAACCACGATAGATACATGCCGAAATTACCAAAATCTATTGTTGAGGTTAATTTAGGTGGTTATTTTAATAGATACATAAATAAGTTTAACGATTCTATAAAAATTCTCAAATTTGGACACTGGCATTCTCAAATATTATTAAATTTGCCAAGTTCTTTAACAAGTTTGAGTCTGGGCAATAATTATGATTATCCGCTTCCAAAACTACCAAGAACTCTTAAAATTTTGAATTGTGGCAAGTCGTTTGACCAACAATTAAACGACTTACCAGAAAGTTTGGAAGAATTATATTTGGGATTATATTATTCTCAATATTTGGATAATCTACCCACTCGTTTAATTAAACTGGTAATATCAGGCGGTTACTTAAGACCACTGTGCAAATTACCGGATTCAATTAAATATTTAGATATAAGTTTTTTTGAAAATAACTTAATAAAATGGCCAAAATCTTTAAAAGAACTACGGATAGGTTCAACTGATCATTGTTCGAATATCAGTGATAGTTTAGAAGAATTGCCAGATGGATTAGAAAATCTATATATACACAAAAGTCTAGAATATCAAATTAAAAAATTACCCAATGCCCTAAAAAGTTTCTTTGTTAGCAGATACATACGTAATTCTGATTTAACTAATTTGCCAGAAAATTTGTTAGATCTGAATATAGGTATAAACTGTTTTCCAAAAAAAAAGATAATATTTCCAGATAATTTAATAAAAATAAAAATAGATATATATGGACTAAATCAAAAACTAGAATTTGGACAAAAATTAAAACAATTATTATGTTTAAAAGTGAGTGGAGAATTTAACCAAAATATAGATGATTTACCCGATTCGATTGAAACATTGTGTTTGAGTCGAACCTTTGATATGCCAATAAGTAAATTACCATCGTCTTTACGAAAATTAAAAATAACTAATGCTAAATATAATCATCGCATTAAAATCGATATACTTCCAAAGAATTTAAAAAGTATAAAAGTTAGTGGTAGATTGGCTGAATCATTATATGATTTAAGTCGTCTTCGCCCAGACATTAAAGTTGTTTATATTTGAATAGACTTATAGATTGAAGAATATTATTGTTTTATAAATGAGTTTGAACTTGGTCAGAGCGCAAAGATACATTGATGTTTTGAATAATTGGTTGCATAGTAAAGGAACAAAACAAATTCAGCCAGATATTTGTCATATTAATTTAACTGAATTTGTAAAATTATCCATTAATTCCGAAGAAGTCAAAAAACGTGTTACCGATAAATGTGAAACTATAATCAAAAATATGAATGACAGATTAATGGTGAACAGTGATTTGAAAAGATTAAAGAATTTAGTGTATGACACAAATGCAAAATCAGGATTGAGTGATATATTGACACAAATAAATTTATTGACAGAGGAAAGAGAGTTTTATAAGTCAATTAAGAAAGGATTAGCACATGTAAATTATGTAATGAATGATATTGATAATTTAATAACCACTTATCAAAAGAAAGAACAGAAGGATTCAGTGGAACAGCCAATTTGTGTTAAGTTATTTAGCGATAAATATTTGGATGATATCATTGTGGAATATAATAAAAAAATATTAAAATTAGATATAAATCGTGATAATTTGAATGCCACAACTAAAATCGATTTCGAATTTTCTGATGCTAGCAAAAAAATACTAGGATTGTAAAACACTTAAAGAAATATGATTAATATATGGTTATCAATCATGGGATATCCCAGACCATAAATTTGGATATTATGATTGATAAAAATGGCAATATATAAAAATCTATGATAGAACTCTACCAATTGACGTAAATCATAACGTAATTAATTTGTTCATTGTGATTGGTTTACGTATTTGTTTATTGTTTGTTGTTGATTGTTTATGCAATTGCACATATATTGTCATTTCTGTAAATTTCGAAAGTTATTTACTGGTTTTAATAGTAAACCAATAAATTATTGAAAAAAATATATTTAAAACAAAAATGATTATTTGTATTTATCAATGAACAAGAACATAATATTTAAAACAGCTGACAATGAGTGTATATCAGTTTCATTAACAGAAGATCATCCTATTTATAATTCAGAATACATAAATACATCTATTGACCTAAATCACGACAACAATAAAGAAACAATAGTTTGTGTGCCGTTCACATCAATCGAAATTAAAAATTACATAAATTATAATCAACCATCAATAAAATTAAATAGATTAAATTTCGATTTACCATTGATAAATTTAAATCATGTGAATATGGCTCCAATAATGAAAATAATGCTATTCTTTGGAGATACAAGACTTGATGAAAAAAAATGCGAGTTATTAATAAGAAATATTGTGTCTTTTGGTGATTATTATTGTCATAAGGATGTAATTTCATTATTATTTGTTCATTACAAAGATTTTTTTTATAATGAATTGATGGGAGCCGGCAAAGTATATCTGAATGACAGAATTATTAGTACCAACAATATAGTTAATTTTAGTTATGCAGATTATGTTAATCAACCTTTTTTACATGACATTGTTAAAGTATCTAATTTGGATGTTTCATGTGGATATTATGTTGATGATTCAAAATACGTGTTTACTGCTCAATTTTATTGTTCTGGTTATAATTATAATTCCACTCATATTCGCAACTCAAATTCTAATGTTTTTTTAATCAAATCTTTTGATTATTGTGACAAAATTGGATTGTCAATGAGATGTGGTCAAGGATTTGAAATAACGGAGATTAGAATATGTGAATATTCAAATGTGGAGCTAACACCAGATAATATGGATTATATATGTAACTATCAAAAATTGCCTATAGGTGCAATACATAATTTACATTATCCAAAATACGAACGATACGATACTGATACTTATACTTATTATAATGTTGAATATAATACAAAAACACTATTTTCAATTGTAATAACATTAAACTAAATTTGATATATCAGCATCTATTTTAAAACCTCTTTTACTATACTTTTACAAAAATCCAGATCGACGCGATAATTTATGTGTTTAATAGGATCTATTTCTACATAAACAATATTTATACGTAATGAATTTTTTAGTTTTATTTCTTGAATTAATATTCTGTCTTTATTTTTGCGAGGGTTAAACGATCCTAAACTTCCTGAATATTTTAAATCATAATTGTTATCCACTGGTAATAACAAACAGTTCAATATACTTTCCACTAAAGTATTTTTTCGTTCGAGAAAAATAGCTTTATACATTATTTCTTCTTCTTTATAATCATTCAAATCTATTTCGGAAGGAACATGGATTCGTGTCATTCCTTGAATTGGTTGAATAGTACTTGTATATCCATAAGTTACATTGTATTTTGCTATGTTTTTCTCAATTGGATCATCTGCGCCACATTAATGAAAAATTTCATGTTCATTTTTCAACCATTGTAAATGTTCTTTTATATTTTTGAACGTCGATTTGTTAATGCGCCAATGAGATTCAATACAATCCAGACCAATAATCCTGGTACACAGGTTGGCCCCACCACTCAAATGTAAAATACCAATTGTCTTTATTTTGTTTAATGGTAGGAGTGTCGTTTACTATTGATGCTATATCAGGATTTTCCTTATATAAATTCATATTAACCTTATGATAATCATCTATATTGACAAATATATCCAAACTAGATTCATTGTCGTTCTATTCTTCACACAACAATGATTTCAATACAATTGAACCACTAATTATGCAGTTATACTCCTTAAGTACTGAATTTAATGCTGATATATCAAAACCAAGTGATATCAATTTATTTTCTAAATAGTTTTTGAATATGGGCATTGTGTTATCAAAATTTGACAATAACTTTTTAACAACATTATCAAATTTAATTACATAAAAATCTAACATATCAACATAATTTTCATTTGTTGCTTTTTCAACAGCAGTTTGCAGTGACAAATTGTTGTCACAAACCTCAATTATTTTTTTAAAAGTTTCAAAATCATCATCAATCGAAATAGCTCCTTTTATCTGCTTAACTCCTATTTCACCAGTATTTTTGAATAAAACAAGTTTTTTAAGATATTCACTGTTATTGCAAACATCGTTCGACAACTATATTTCATTTCCACTTATTATAAATTTTGTCATAAATACATAAACATCATTGAAGTTAACAACAAAATTTTTATTCAATTTTTATATCACAAAAAGAAGATATTCTGGTGATGCCTGGTTTTGTTTTATTAAATAACATAGTTGATTTTTTAGTAAAGTCATTCGTGTATGCATTTAGACAGTTTTCTTTTAGATCAAATATATTGAATTTATTATCATTTATCTTTTCTTGGAACTTAATTTCTTTATCGTCTAGATTTATAATATAATATTCATTATTGATGATCATGTGTAGAACATTTTTATATTCAAATACGATTGTTGGAATAATCTTTTCAGTATAATCACGAACATTTTTTATGCAATCAGATAAACGAATTCTGGTGACATCACCCAAAACAGTAAATTCTCCTTCATTGATAACAAAAAAACGCATAATTTTTTCACCCTTAATTAAAACTATCAGCTTATTATTGTCAGTTAAAACAAAATAATATTCGCATATATTTTTTTTCATAGCTAGATAATCATACGGATCATAACGATATGCATTGGCTTCTGTTTTTACTATTCCACTATCATTAATAGATTTAACATAAACACAATTTTTTGCCGCACATAACAGGTAAAATTTGTTATTAAGCCTCATAATACTACAAATATTATTGTACATCGGAGTTTTTATGGTACTTATTTTTCTACCATATTCCAAGTAAACCTCAATTAGTATATTGTTTTTTAGTAATCTCACAATGTATAATATGTCGGACTCTATATACTTGTATATTATTTTATCATATATACGATTACAAAAAGTGTAGTTAGTTTCAACAATTTGACAGTTTTTTATTTCAAGAACATAATTTTGTTTATTTGACGATATGAATGTGCGATTCATATTATTTGGTATTATCTCGTAATTTGCCACATTTGGTAGAAAAAAAATTGTTTTATTTTCTATTTTACACATAATCAACAATAAATAATTAAAAATACATCGATACTAATTTCTTTTTCAATTTTTCCATAAATTTGAAAAATAATGTATTAGAACTCTTGATTTGAAAATTATTTAAGTAAAATATGGAAACCTTAAGAAACAATATTTGTAAAAAGTTCGGTGTTTATAGTCTCTTTTTTAACACTTTTTTTGATTTGTCTAGTGTCTGGCATCACATTTATTATTACTTATAAAAGTAATAATGAGTCAAATTTTTTAGTATTGGTTAAATCAATTGACGGAGAAATAATGCAAAATTATGGATCTAATGCGTATTGGATATCGTTTAATAAAACATTGAGAATGGCAAATTATGCTATGTACAATTTAGAAACAACTAACAGTAACCGATGTAGTAAAACGCTCAAGCAGGATATAAAACTCAATAGTTTGCACACTAATGATTATAAATATAGCAATTTAGACAGAGGACATTTAGTGCCGTCAAAAGATGTTGAAAATAGTTGTGATACATTTGTTATGTCAAACATAGTGCCTCAATTGCCATGTTTTAACAGAGGTATTTGGAAAAAGGTCGAAGATTATATTAGATATTATTATGAAGATTTTGATATACTAACTGTTCCAGAATATGATTATAAATATTATCACATAAACAATGGAGTAAAATTATATATTCCAACAGGATTTTATAAAATTGCTATGGATTCTAACAGTGTTGTGTGTTCTATTTATCTGAAGCATAATTTTGAGACTTGCGGCAAGAATATTGAAGATGTGGCAATTTTCGGTAAATTACCATATATGTTGGATCAAAAAACCATCACTAAAAAATGTTGGTGTCTGCAAAATAAGGAAAGTTGGTGTTAAATTTATTTATAAAACAATTTAAAGTCTTGGCAATAAAATAAACTAGATGACAAACAAAACTTTAGAGGATTTAAAAATTATTTATAAGTTTAGAGTTTATTTTGATGATTTATTGGATTTAGATATTGTTTCTGATTTAGAAATAGATATGATAAAACAATATTTATATAATTACATTGATCAGATACATATACGTGATATTTACTATTACAATTATTATAGTAAGGAGAAGAAAGAAATAATATTAGCAGAAATATTAGGCAATATTAACCGTGCCCTAAAAGATGATAATTCTAGAAATACTATTGTGGATTTATATCAAGCATTATTTTTATAAAAATTGAAATAGAAAGTATTTAAGCACCTGATAAATTTTGGATATTAAATTATAACTACAACATAAATTATGGCTTACATTAATCGCTCAAATCAATTGTTCAAGAGTTTAGAAAATACTAAAGGTTTTACAGTAATCACTGAGAGTTTGAAAAATAAGGATTTGTCAAACTTTTGCTTCGAGTCTGATTCTTTATCCAAAGACATTAAGAATATTTTAAGAGAAAAGTATTATTTTTACCGTGAAAATGGTGATATTGAATCTTTGAAAATTGAACACTTTTACCACTTCGAGGATTCAGTAAGTTTGGAAGAAATCCGTTCTATAATGAACACAAACTTTTTACCAGACTTATTTGAATCATCACAATCCATCCCGAACAACAGTATCGAATGTTGTGTATGCGAAGTCACTAAAAAATGCAAGATTATTATAGACAATAATCTTACCAAATATTGTAAATTTGATTTTGCCAAAGAATCACAACTTGATAGTCAATATACTGAAATCATTTTTGACAATGATTCGCATGCTAAACAATATAATTATGTCAAAAATAGACTTGATAGAATTGGTGTGTACTTGGTGCCAAATTTTGTAAAAGCTAATGATTTTCCAAGCTACAAAAAATTGCCAAATCAGTTGATATTAAACAAAAAAATTAAAATACAAATCAAAAAGCAAAAAGAAGATTATGATTATGACTGCTGTTTTTCAGTGGATTCCCACAAATTTAGCTCATACGAGTTTCGAGATTTTTGCAAGAAAAATGAAATACGTTTTGATTGTCTCCAAGAGGAAAGTTGTTTCGAAGAAGCAGAAGATGATTCCACAGAAGAACAAGATTCGAAACTGAAATATTTTATCCAGATAATGGCTGGTGGCGATGATACCTATTATTTCAATAGTAAACACTTGAGTAAAGTGGTTGAATATTTAGAATGCAAAGGTTATGATAGTTGTTTATTAGTAAAAAATTGAAATAATACATTATCTAAACAAACTTTATTTATATTAATATAAACCTATCAATTATGGATCCAAGAGAACACATCAAAAATATTAAAACTAAGATTGGTAACGTGAAGAATACAATGATAGAAAATATTGACAGTATTCTTTCTAGAGGAGATAAATTAGAAGAAATATCGTTAAAAACGGAAAATCTGGCAGATGCGGGAAAAGAATTCAAAAAAAATTCAGTACAAACTAGACGTCTAATGTGTGCAAAATCTTGCATACTATTAACTATTTTGTTGTTAATAATGTTATGTGTTATTTTGACAGTAGCAATAATTATCACAATAACTGTAATAATTGTTAAACAAAAAATAGAATAATAAACGAAAACTTATTCTAAACTTTTTTTATCAAATGCAATTACAGATTCTTCGATTTCTAACTTTTCAGTAAAAAAAATTGAAATATAATTGTTGAAATACCTCCATATGCATACAAATATATATAATCATTTGTAATGATAACAGATTTTAGTAACTTATGCGTATATTTGGTACTTAATACCATGGAATTTTTGGATGACGGCGATAAGCTAAAAATGACGTATTTGAACAAACGTTTTTTGCAAATACTTACATCCAATGAATTGAGAATCCCATTAAGCAAATATTATGAACCCAATGACATATGTAAAATCAAATATCCTTTTTATGCCCAAAGAATGAAAAACGTTGATACATTACATTTACCAGAAGATGTGACCCATATACACATGAATTGTTATTCCAGTGGTAATATTAATAATATGTCTGATAAAATAAAATTTTTAAAATTTAGCAGTTTTCTCACGTCCAAAATCAAAAAATTTCCAGCGTCAATAGAAACAATTATATTGCCACAGTTATACAATCGAGGTATTGAAAATATGCCTGAATCTGTAAAGCATATTGAATTTGGCGATTATTTTAATAAACCAATTGATTTTAGTAGATATAAGTCATTACACACTCTAATTTTTGGAAATAGGTTTAATCAACCCGTAACCAAATGGCCAACGAGAATGAAAAAACTAGTTTTAGGTCGTGATTATAATCAAATATTGAACAATTTACCAAACTCTTTGCAAGAAATAGATTTGGGCAGTAGTTTTAATGATTCTATTGATTGTCTTCCTGATTCAGTACTGAGTATCATTTTGGGGTCTAGTTTCAATCAAATAATCAATAAATGGCCAAAATCAGTGACTAAAGTTAAATTCTCATATCTTAACTCCAATTTGATAAAAGAATGGGCTGATTCAATTACACATTTAGAAGTTTTTTCGTTATTTGGAGGTTTGAATAAATGGCCCAAGAACTTGACACATTTTAAAATTGGATCTGGATTCAAAGGAAAAATAACTAATTTCCCAGAGTCAATAACTAATTTACATATTGGAGATATGTGTGACCATTATATTGACAATTGGCCTCAAAATTTAGAACTACTTATTCTTGGAGATATGTTCAACCAAAATATTGATAACTTACCAGAGTCAGTTGTCGATATAAAATTAGGACGTAATTTCAGTACAAAAATTAATAAATGGCCAAAGGGTTTAACAAAACTATATGTTAATGGTATATACAATCATTCATTAGCTGATTTACCTTCCACAGTGACGCATATTGTCTTGGAAAATACTAATTTGATCGATACTTTGCCAGATACTGTAACAAATTTAACAATAATTTCAATTAATTCAATTAGTAGCAAATTGCCAAAACACCCCATTATTTTAACTCCTCAACCAGTCACTGAACAATATTCTGTTGATCCAAATGATCCATCCAAACCAAATCTGTTTACAAACGCTGGCAACCAAATTATTATTCAAACGGTATCTGACAAAGGAAAAGAAAAAGATAAAGATAAAGATAATGATAGAAAAAGAGATAGAACAGTAGAAGTAATGCAAATGGCTAATGGCAAAAGAATAAGAACGGAAAGTAATAAAGTGGCCGATATTATGCTAAACCAAAATATACAACAAATTGAGTTAAAAAATCATATTTTAGTTAAAATGCCAAGAAACCTTAAAAAACTAAAAGTGTATGTAAAATTCAATAGTATAAAAGAAACTGTTGGACTGATTAATAAAACAATCGAATTGCCAAAAACATTTATTCATTGTTGGACTAATGGACAATTAATTTATTCTAAGAGATAATTATCATGTCAACATAATTTTTTCTAAGTTTTTCACAAAAATTGTTTCTACTTTTTTCTATTTTTTTTAGAGAATTATATATATCGACGTTTATATCGACGTTTGCGTTAGAATTTATATTGTTATAACTTTTTATTAATTCTATTGGTATAGTAAATTCATTGTGTATGTACAATTCTTCTATTATATCAATAATCCATTTGTCTGGAATATGTTCGACAGCATTATTATCAATCAATTTTGTTAAAATTAATTTTAAAAAATTAATCATTGTTGGTTTTAGTTTATAATTGCATTTTGTTTTAAAACCGAATATTTGTGATAAATTATGAGATGTATTAAAACACATAATTACGGATCCAGCTACTAATTTATACCAATCATTGTATTTTACAGTTAAAATATGCAATAGATATTCTGATATCTCAACATTTTCAAAAGCGATTGCATCGAAATATGCTTTATAAATATTCGTTGCTCCTTTTTCTACATATTGTTTGACTTTATCAATATTATTGTATTGTCCTGCATATTCAATCAATTTCTCGTCAATTCTGTGTAAATCTAAATAATCAGTCATTGTAATGTGTATCTGGTTAAAAGATACTGATAAAGTAATATTTTTTCAAATTTTCTATTGATAAAAAAAGTAATCTGCTCTATAAAAGTCAAAAAGAAAGGAAAATCTAGATCAGGCCCAACAACTATAACTACAGTCACATTCATCATTATTATATAATCTCATTACATCACTATCAATTTGCTTAAACTCGAATTTTCTTCCACCAAAAAGAAAACTAGTTGATTCTTCTTTAGATTTTGTCGTCATGATGGTGTTAATTAAGCATTCAATTGGAGTAACAAATCTATGATGAATAGTCATTAAAGAGCTGATATCACCCCACCAGTTTCTTTGATGTAAAAGACTTAAAATTATTGGATAACGTAGAATCATTGTTTTTAACAACAAAATATGTTGTGTTTTAATTAATAATATTTATTAGTATATACACTTTTTACAATATAAAAAAATTAATCACCAAAATCGCCACAGAGAGCACACCCTCCTCGACAATCACACGAATTATCCCACTCTTCTTCAGTATCATTGCCGTCGCCATATAGGTTTTCTTCTAATGTTCTAGAATCACAAGTACTTACAGAAAATGTGTCACAATCATCATCATTTTCTTCGTCTTTATAAGGTGTAAAACATGTGTAATCATTGTTCAATTCCAATATTTTGTTTTCGAGTTCTTTTTTGTAATGGTGTCTATCAAAATCTTCACTATAATAACTTTCACAGTCATCATCTTCCAATACAGATTTTTTTTCTTCTGAATTGTCGTAAGATTCTTCGACAGTATTATTTAAATTTATTGACATCCTATTTAGAGTTTAGGTAACTGTTTGTTGTTATACGTTATTTGTTTGTTTGTTACAAGTTTGGCCGGAGCAAATTTGAGCTTTTTATAATGGCAATTCCAATCATTTCATATTTTCAATTTTTTTTCTTAAATTTTCTATAAAAAAAGATATATACTAAAATTTATATAAACAAATTTATTCACCACAAAAAGCACAACCTCCTCTACATTTACAAGTTTTTCTAGTAACGTCATCACTGTCATAATCGAAATAACCATTTTTTGCATCATAAAAGTCTTTCCATGTATTGTAAAATTGATTAAATTCAATAGGATCAGTGCAACAGTGTTCGGGTATATAAAAGCCTTGAATTGTGTTCGATTGGGGGATATTGTTTTTGATAAACTTTTTCTTATAGAATTTTCTTTTAGATTTTATTTTTTCTTCTTCACTATCAGAACTTTCATCGCTAGAAAAAAAACGATTCTTAAATGGTTTTTTTATTGGAATATTTACAGATTCATTAGAAATGTATTTATTTTTGGATAACTGTTTTGACATTATAATAACAATATTTATTTACTAACTGTTGTGGCCGGGGCAAATATAAACCTTTTAAATGGTAATTGCAATCATTTAGTTTTTTCAATCTTTTTCATAAAAAAATCTGTCTTCTTTTATAATAATCCTTTTTTCATCAGATGTATGGCAATATCAGTTCGATCTGTTAGTAAAGCAAAAAGATTTAGACCAGATAAATCTTTTTCTTTACTGTAAAATAATAATAAGTCGAGTAAGAATTTATTATCATTTACAATTGCTTTTTTTAGATGTTCCTTATTTACCTTATAACCTTTTTTCACTAAAGAAGTTATCATATGTCCTAATACTACTCGATTCCCATGTGTTATTGTATCACAGCAAATGGAAATAGGATCGTCATTTCTTTTTAATCCTGTAATACAATCAAATACTGGATTCAATTTGTAATATTTATTTAAAATATTTTTGCGCAATAAAAGTGACATAGATATAATATAATATTTTGGAGATTAGAGCAGAGAGTTTATTTTTCAAATATTTTGTAAAAAAAATTGAAATAATGTATTGCTTAAAATTACTGGTAAAATAAAATTATCACAATGAGTTACATTCATAGTTTCACAATGCTTTACGAAAAAGGCCATTATTCCGATTTTACAGCTGTTATAAACAACGGTGTATACAAGTTGCACAAACAATTCGTTTTACCTCATTGTGAGTATTATGCTGCTCTATTTAATTTCTCGAAAAATAATATTGTTGAAAAAATTATTATTAAGGATCCTAATGATGATGTCATTCCAATTGAAGTAATAAACTCAATAGTTAAATGGTTTTATCATTTGAATTTTGATTTGATTCCTATTTTGGCCAAAGAAACTGCGGATATTAATTTCGATTTTAATTTGCTACTTAAGTACTATTATGTAGCGGATTTTTTGCAAATCAAATTAATTGTAAACAGATGTTTGTTATTGATGAACAGTTTTATGGATGCTGTCAAGAAAGAAAATTATAGATTAGTAAACAAAGATAACCGCTCTTACAAATTTATTAATGATAATAATTATGTGGATATCGAATACTACAGAGACAATTTTAATTTGATTGTTAATAAGATTTTCGGTAATGTTTTTAATAGATTTACAAAAGAATCGAGCATTCATTTATGTTTTCTGGATATTAAAAAAGAGAATAATAACCAATCAAAATTAATTTGTGAACCACTTACAGAATTATTTGATTCTGTAAATTCTGGTAATATAAATCAAACAGTTGATAAAATATATAATTCTGGTTACACCTACATACGAAGTATTATGGCTTGTTTAAAGGAAATAGTAGATTATGTGTACGATAGAAAAATCATAGACACACTTCCATTAAACAATGCTAATATCAGTCTAAATGAATTTAAAGTATTGATAAACAAAGTTGATAAATTAAATAAAGCAACACTCATAAAATTTATCAGATTTTCTGAATTTGATCAAAATAGCGAAATAGCAGATTATCATCAAATAAATACTTTAAACAAAATATGTAAAAATAATGAATTATTACCAGAATTTAACAATAAGATTGGAGTTCATTTTAAGTACATAAGAAATGGTGGTATTGGATATACTTTCTCTTATTAACCAATATATTAATTTATTTGTCCATAGTTTAACTAAACATTATCTTTATATATTTTGGCCAAAAAAAATTGATTTATATAATGTCTAAATAGTCCAATTAATACCTATTTATACCTAAATAATGGATATGAATTTAGATGACAATCAATGTTGGAGACAGTTATATATTAACTTTTTCAAAAAAAATAATAAATCTTCTTTGGTTATAAAAGAATCGGATGACTGGCAAAAAGAATATTTTAGAGTGCGTGATTTTGCTTGTTGGGATAAAATTAATCCTGGTATGACTCATATCGATTTGAGTTTCCTTTCAATTGACAAATTTCCAAAAGAATTATGCTCTATTCCTGAATTGACACATATTAACTTGGCTCATAATAACATGTGCGATGTTCCTAAAGAAATTGAGCAGCTAAAAAATCTAAAAGTTTTAGATCTTAGTTATAACAAAATAACAAATGTTCCGGATAAAATTAATAATTTGTCGAATTTGGAAGTATTGGATCTTGCAATGAATAGCTTAAACACTGTTCCGCCATTAACTAATCTAATTAATCTGAAAAAGTTAACATTATCACAATATTACTGAAATACCTCAAGTATCATCAAGTGTGACAGTTGTAAGAGTCCGCAACACAAAAGTAGATGAAATTACCCAAAATTATTCTAATCTTGATGAACTCGATATTGCGAACACGAACATTTTAAACATTAAAACAGTGAATTTACAAAATGTCAAATCAATAGTCACGTGGTAAAAAAATTGAAAAAAAAACAGCCTGAAGTCTATACAATTAGTGTATTATTATAAAATGCAACAACCAGATCTTATTTTAGTAGAAGTATCACCAAACAAAACTTCATCTTCAACTTATCTTTCTTATAACAGAATGAATTTGAATGAAAATATTGATAAGTTGAATCTCAAAAACGATTGCGATTATTATGTCATTCAACTACCAAATTATGATGATGGCCAACTTTTTGTTTTAGATAAAGAAAAGAATAAATTTTGTCATGCTGGAATCTATACCAATGACGATGAATCAATTGAAGTAGAGAAAAAAACATGTTCGTGGAAATAATCAATGATTACAAAAATATAATTTATTTATTTATTTTATTACATTCATTACTAAATGAATAAAATATTAAGAGAATATTATTGTGATAAAAATATATTAAAGTTAAATGGTTGTTTATATGATTTTAATTACGACTACAATGATGTATTTTTTTATTTTGACGAACAGAACTCTCCAGTATCATTTGATAAATTAACTTATGGAGGTTTATACCAATTATTATATAATTACCGCGGAACTGGTTTCTGTGACTTTGATAATAATCGTTATTTTGTTCTTACGGGTGCTGGTAATTCTAACTGTGATGTACAAATTACGTGTCAACATTGTTCCGGATCAAAATTTTATATGACAATTACTCTGAAAATTTGTTCTTCTCTGACTAATGATTTTATCTTTTTGGTTAAATTGATCGAAGAGTTGGAACAAAAAATAGACGAATTGAATGAAAGAATTAATGAATTAGAAGGAAAAAATTGAATAACAATAATTTTGCCATTTTATTTATATTACAATTACGAAAATGTCAATTTGTGGTGATATATACAATATTATAGCCAACTATCTTCCATTAAAGGACTCAATAAAACTGCAGTATTTGTGTAAAAATTTATTTGAATACAAAGCGGAACATTTTATATTTGACAAAATCAATATTAGTTTTTTAGAGAAACATTGTGATTCAATAGTCAGATTGGAAATTATAAATATGGATGAACATGATAATTATACTGACGATAAAATAAATGATAACATAATATCAAAATTTAAAAATCTAAAATGTGTTATATTACCAGGTAACAATAATATAACGGATAATGGATTAGTACATTTAAAGGGCATTCATACTTTAGATTTAAATTGGAACAATAATATAACGGACAATGGATTAAAACATTTAAAGGGTATTCATACTTTGGATTTAAATTGGAACATGAATATAACTGATAATGGATTAGTAAATTTAAAAGGTATTCACACTTTAAAGTTGAATTACAATGATAATATAACAGATGATGGGTTAATACATTTGACAGGAATTCACACTTTAAATTTGTTTTCGAGTAAAAATATAACAGATGACGGATTAAAACATTTAAAGAATATTCATACTTTAAATTTAAGTAATAACAAAAATATAACAGATGATGGATTGAAATATTTAAATGGTATTCATACTTTAAATTTAAGTAATAACAAAAATATAACAGACGATGGATTGAAATATTTAAATGGTATTCATACTTTAAATTTGAATAATAATGAAAACATTACAGATAATGGATTGAAACATTTAAATGGTATTCACACTTTAAGTTTGATTAATAATAAAAACATAACGGATAGCGGATTGGTTCATTTAAAAAATATCAATACATTGGATCTATGGTCAAATGTAAATATAACAAATAATGGATTACAACATTTAAAAGGTATTCATACTTTAATTTTGGGTGCGAACAAAAATATAACAGATAAAGGATTAAAACATTTAAAAGGCATTCATACTTTAGATTTATATTGGAATACAAATGTAACGGACAATGGACTAAAATATTTGAAGGGTATTCGCACTTTGAATTTACATAATAATACAATTATAACAGACAATGGCTTGGCACATTTAAAAGGGATTCATACTTTAATTTTGGATTGCGGCGAAAATATAACAGATAACGGATTAAAACATTTAAAATGAATTCGCCTTTTGTGTTTGAATTTTAATAACAATATAACAAATGATGGACTGAACCACATAAAAAACTGCTCAGTTCTTGTAAGATGTTGGAATATTTTTGTGCAATAATTTTTGATATTTTATTTATATGGATAAACAGAGCAAGTTTAAAATAAAATTATATTTCAATACAATATTTAAAATATAATGATATATTAAATCACATATGAGCCTAAACAAGAATGATCTGTCCTTGGACGATAAATTGAAGGTTTTAGGTATCGAGGATAAAAAATTAGATCCAAAATACATAAATTTTTTATACGATAATTTGGATAAAATTAATAAAATTAATAAAATTAATAATACTAATAACAATATTGTAGAAACTAAAAAGAAAATTGTGGTGAACAGAAAAGATCCAAAATACATTGTGTTACTCAAACTTCTCAATCGTATTTTCACAAATATTAAAAAAACAACACTGTCTGATTTAACTGATTTTAAGAATGTGGATAGAGATGATATTATTAAAGATGAAAATATCACTGTTTTCAGCGAAATGGAGAAGGAAATATTCAAATATTTTGATAAATCTGAATGTGGATGGTATAGAAGGAAAATGGTGCAGTATTACATTCTAACCTTTTTAAGAGCCGCTTGCGAATCAATTGGATTATCTTTTGTATATGCTCACAAAAATGTCACCAAAAATTCAATTGTGAAAACACACGTTTTATATTCCATTAATTAAAAATATATAGTTTTTTATTTTTCTGTCTGTGAGACAATTATTATAAATTTTTTTTCTATAATAATTTTATATTTAGTTATGAACCACAAAAAAAGTAGTGGTAGTGTCAGCTCAAACCAAACACCGATACATTAGTATAAACAAATTCTTTATTATTCTTTACATCTCATACATAATTTCAATTTTTTCACTACTTTCTTTCTTTCTTTCAATTTGACTTGGATTAATCTCATCCCTTATATAAGCATTATTAGCTTCCTCTCATATAAAGATTCTTGTGAAAATTATACAGTTAAAGTGGCTCCCCTTGTAGCTAACTCTTCTCACTGCACTTGACGATCTTAATCTTATACCTGTTCTTTTTTAATCTTTTTTAGAAGGTGGCGCTTGTATCGGTCTCTTCCCATGGAGAGGGAAGAAAGACTGTTACTCAGTCCACCCGCCAACCCCTTCTAACTCACATACAACTTCTTATTTTATTTTCTTATTATGCTCTTTATCATTATATTCTTCGCTCCATTTATATCTCTGTCCATATGCAATCCGCAATAATTACAATCATATATCTTTTTACCTTGCAAATTCCATTTGTATTCTACACCACAATTTGAACATAATTTTGATGTATGATTCTCATCCACTTCTTTATATTTTACATTCTTTAACAAACATTTATATTGTAGTTTCTGTTTAAATTTATATAAACTCAGACTATTCCCTACTCTCTTCACCATCTTATTCATACCTTCTTGTTCACCCATTTTTTTGGTACTAAAATTCCCTATTATTATCTCTCCATAATTGTCAGTTAAGTATTTGGCTGTTTTCCAGTGAAGATCTTTAACTAAATTCTCTATTTTACTCTCTCTCTTTTCGAGTGCTTTTATTTTCCTCCGTTTCGATAAATTAGATCCTCTTATTTCGTCTATTTTATTATGAATATCACTTATTCTATCATAAGCATTATCAGCTATTTTTATTGCATGATTATTTGAATATCCAGTCAAAAATGTTCTAATTCCGGGATCTAATCCTATTTGGTCCTTCTTATTTGTTTTAATTTTATTGGCATTTTTAGTATAAAACAGCATAAATCTATCTTTTGATTTATCATATTGTATGGTAAAATCAGATGTTACATTACTTAGTCTGTTATCTAAAAATTTACCAAAAACAGAAGAACAAAAAGTTTTACCATCTTTAGAAATAGAATTTTTTTCTATTTTAAGAATTCTTTTATTTTTATTCTTCTTTATATATCTAATTCGAAATGGTCTCTTATGGTTCCTAATATTGGCAATACTAGAATCATACATTTCACAAATAAGTTTAATGGCCTGATCCATGACATGAGAATTAACCCCAGTACGAGCAATAATTTTATTTTTAATTGTTTTTAAATTATGATCTCTCAATTTTCTGGAATCAAGTATAAGTTGTTTTTTGTGAAACAATCTATTTTTCTGAAATTTAATAGTTTCATTCATCATATCAGTAAAGGCATCAATCCAAGTGAGCAGAATTTTTTTTTGCAGAGGATTGGGATGAATAATGAAGGTTTCAGTTTTCTTAGCGTTAAATTTAGTTTTATCAACAAATCGGGCATCGGAAGGCATTATAGGATTAGCAGGATTAATTTGAATAGACTTGTGAAAATCGAACCAAGAGTAAGATAACTGAGATTTGAATGGTAGATTATAATTATGTTTCCAAAAAAGATCTCCATGAAAGAAAATATATGAAGAAAGATCAGAGTATTGATTGTCTTTAAGTAATCGAGACACGTAATTATTATTATGATATTTTTTATAAAAGATGTTTTTCTTTTTAAATTTCTTTTTCTTTTTGGTCATAAGAATGAGAATAAGATGGACTCAGAGTCTTTCAATAAAAAAATCAATTTTTTTGGGAAAAATTGAAAAATAAGGGAGAATATCAAGAAATATCAAGTATAATTGTGACTAGTGGCAGCCCCACAAGGTTAGTGGAGAAAAAAAATCTGATCAAATGGACGAAGTTAAGTTATTTCGAGTTTATAGCATTAAAAATTACAGCAAAGCAAATGCCCTTTTTATTGAAAATGGTGGAGAGGAGTATGAATTGGAAGAATTGGCTGAAGTATTAGAACGCACAGACAAAGGATATCATGAAAGAATAAGCACTGATAAATCATACACTTTTTTTGGTGATTGTGACAAATATAATGGTTCCTTTAATGACTTTTCCACTCTATTAATAGATTTTTTAAAAAAGTCGTACAGTCTAAAAGTAGATTTTGATGATATATGTTATACTGAAAATAAAAGTACCAAAGGATCCTATCATTATACGATATCAAAATATTATGCAAAGTGCAGTAAATTAAAAGAAATATTCACTAATTTTAAGAATTCTTTTGACAAAAATAATGCCAAGGTAATTGATACCACTGTTTATTCAAATCATTGGTTTAGATGTCCTAATCAATCAAAAGAAAATAATAATTCGGTCAAACATATTATCAAAAAAGGTTCCATAAAAGATTTTATTTTAGAAAACATTGCCGATAATTCCATCTGTATTGATAATGTGAATGTCAATAACATAAACGTCAATAATGTAAACGTCAATAATAAAGTTAATAGTAAAGTCAATATAAAAGTTAATAAAACCACAAAACAAACTATCAAAAAAAATGTGAAAACAAATGATGCTTTACCAGAGCCACAAAATATTTTTAAAGAAGCGGAATGGAAAATATATTACAAATTTTTTGAGGAATGCTTCAAGAACAATAGGTTTAATGATTATGAATATTGGATAAACGTTGGAATGGCGATTAAAAACAGATATGTGATCATGGTTTTGAATTATTTGAACATTTCTCCAATAAATCCTCTAAAACTGACAGCAAAGAGCAACTAAAATACAAATATGATAGTTTTAAAATAGATTTAGAAAAACCAATAACAATTGCCACAATATATTACTATGCGAAAGAAGATAATAAGGACAAATATGTTGAAATCACAAAAACACAATCAATGTTCTCCAATTTTGATTTAACATCAACTGATGTCGCTAGATATATTAAACTATTGAAACCGAATGATTTTGTGTGGAAAGAAGATTTGCTGTATTGTTTTAATGGAAAATATTGGGAGAAAAGCGATTTGCCTTTAAGAACATACATATCAACTGATTTATATGAATTTTTAAAAGATATGCTAATTAACTGTTTCTGGAGTGATAGAATGTTCGAAAAACACAGAAGATCATTAGAATGTTTAAAGAAATTGAATTTTAAGAAAGAAGTCGTCGAAACTACCAAAGAATATTTAAAACAATAAGATTGATTTTGATGAAAAATGGAATTTATTTGGATTCACTAATGGCGTCTATGATTTGGTCAAACAAGAGTTTAGAGAATATAGATTTGATGATTATATTTCTATGACCACTGGTTATGATTGGATTGAGCCAAAACAATGTGAAGTATCCAAGATTAATGATATGTTGAATTGTGTATTTCCTGATTCTGCTGAAAAAAATCTATTTCTAGAAATTCTGGCGACTGGTTTGGAGGCCCGATGTTTAGAAAAATTTATAATTATGAATGGTAGTGGAAGAAATTCTAAAGGATTAATAAATGATCTATATTTGAGAGCATTAGGAGAGTATGGTATGGTGGCAAATAATGCGATTTTATTCGAGAAAAACAAAACTGGTTCTAATCCTGAGAAGAATAATTTGCACAAGAAAAGATATGTCGTTTTTAGAGAACCATCGAAGAATAACAAGTTTGAGAATTCGGTTGTTAAAGAATTAACTGGAGGAGGTGAATTTTCAGCTAGAGGACACCACGAAAATAAGACGGCGAAAAAATTATTTCTGACAACTGTTGTGGAATGTAATGATAAGCCACTATTTGCCGAAGAACCAAAGAGAGCAGAATTGGATAGATTAATAAACATATTATTTGGAAGCACTTTTACGGATGATCCTTCTGAAGTCGATGTAAGTAAGCGCATTTATCCAGCTAATAAAGAATATAAGACTATCGAATTCCAGGAACAATACAAAAGATCATTGTTACGCATCGTTATGGATGCTCATAAAAATTATTCCAAAAGAGATTATTGTTTTGATATTCCTAAAAGATTTAAATGGTGATAAATAATAGTAAAGTATATAATGCATTATATTTATGTGATTCAACCGCGTTCCTCCATCGAAGGTAATTTGAGTGTTTATAAAGTTGGAATAACTTCAAGAGATATCAAAGATAGATTAAGTGAATATGAAAAAGGATCAGTATTAAAAATGACAATAGAAGTGACAGATAGAGAAGTAGAATCGGAGTTGATGCTTCATTTATCTAAAAAATTTATAAATCGCAAAGATTATGGAAGAGAATATTTTGAAGGTCCCATTAAGCAAATTTTACAAGAAGTTTTTTCATTTTGTGTTGATTATAGTTACGCCGATGCAAAAAATACAATAGATGCTGAAATAAAAGATCCGAACATAAAGGAATTAGAAACTCTTTGTAATTCTGGAGATTTAGGATATGTTAATATATTTGTAAAAAATATGAAAGACAATTTAGTTTGTGTTGATAAAGATAAATGTATTTTTTATTTTTTTGATGATTCTAAAAAATTATGGATAAAATATGCAATTAATGACGTAAAGTTTTGTTATATGAACAATATACAAAAATATATAAAACCATTATGTGATTGTTACAATGATATGGAAAAAGTTTTAGAAAACAATAGAAAAAAATAAACTATGTAATTTATTCAAGGAAAAACGAGATAAATTATTGAAAACCTACCAAATATATTCTTCATCGAAAGTTTCGTTTCTGATACCATTGATAGCTATTTCACTTTACGATTCAGAATTTATAAAAAAATTGGATACCAATTCTAATTTAATGTCAATTAAAAAAGGAGTAATTGACATCAAGTCGAAGTCTTTTCGAGAAAGAAGGAAAGATGATTATATTACCAAAGAGTTAGAGTTAGATTTAGATTTTGCTTCAATTGAAAATATCGATAAGTTTTGTGAAACACATTATAATTACAAAAAAGAAAATTTTGATATTGATTACAAATTTGAGCTAATTGATTGGATTAACAAAAATTACGAAAAAACTAATAATAAAAAAGATATCGTTAAATTAAAGGATATATATGAGAAATTTACAAAAAGAGAATTTTTTTACAATTTCAACAAATTCCAAAGAAGAAAATACAATTATGGATATTTTATCAAAATATTATCAGGGAACACGGCAATTCGTCCATTTTACATAAGTATAAAAATTATAGTAATATAATTACTAACTTCAGACCAGTTCAAAAAATTCAGGATATATAATAACTCATAATCTCAATTGTTTGAACTATAAAATAGGAATTACATAAAAAATATAATACAAAAACTTAATAAAAAAATACTGTTCCGGTGTTGGGAGTCGGTTTTAGAGTATTCAACTCAAAGACTCTCAAAGGAACTATTATTATTTCGGTGTTAGGGATCGGTTTTAGAGTATTACAACTCAAAGATTCCAAAGAAATAATCTTCCAATTCGGTATTAGAACGAAACTAGTCATTCAAAGAATTGGGAAAAATATAGTATAGTTGTTTCGGTGTTAAAAAGTCGGTTTTAGGGATAATCCAAAGACTTTTAAAGAGACAATAATACTCTTCCAATTCGGTTTTAGAATGAATCTAATCATCCAAAGAATTGGGAAAAAAACTTTTAAATTCCGAATACGATTCCAAATAACATGTATATCTCTCACTACAAAAAAACGTAGCAAGGAGGTATTTCTACCTTGAATATACCGTTATTCCTTGACATAAAATTAAGAATTGCTTATTACAAAGACTAACCTAGCACACCAAAATCAACTTGTAAACGATGTCGACACATCAGTTACTTTAGTGGTATTCTCAAAACGCGAGAATCTATGAGGGCTCTCTTGTGTTTTTACAATTGTTAAAATTATATCAGATAAAATATTGAACTATTACAGATTGTTCAATATTCTTTAAATCGCAACATCAAAATATCATATATTACATTAATCTTGACAGACCTTTTGGTAAGATCACAGGTTCAAGACCTCTAAAATTGGGTTATAATCTTATGATCACTTTTCTAACTCAGCACATATTAATCGACATTCAAAAGTGGACGCAACCACTGTCATTAATACGGTAATACTTACGTGCGGATCGGATCCCGCATATAAGCATCCTAGGAGGCTAAAAATGATTTTTAATTATAACTTCAAAATCAGAGAAGACAGTAAAATGCATTGAAATGCATAAAACTATCTTTTTCAAATGTAAAGTACGATATATTCGATATATTGGAAAATCAAAAGTTTATATACAATGTGATATACATATTCACAATTTTAGGATTTTTACTATGGGTTGTCCAAGCAATTACAATTTTCAATTTTTTTGAGTCAATCATAATGTACCAAACATTTTACAGTAAATTCTGCCAAATATGTTGTTTCATCATTATATTTATTTTTACAAATATAACGATCGTTAAACAATAATATATTTTTGTACAATATATTATCTTGATCTAATTCTTGAACATATGCATTAATTTTTTTAACAATTTCTTTTTCTTTTAATTCGTCAAAGTTACAATATTTATGATTGTTTCCTACCCGAATATGATCAAGCGACATCACCACAATATTTTTTTTTAAATATCTCAAATTATATATAATATAAATTATTTGAGCATTATCATTTAAAGCAGACACATTGTGAAAATTTTCACTAGTCCAATGTGTATTATTCGGAACAATAATATCTTTATCACTGATTTCTATTTTTTTGTAAAAAGATTCTTTTTCTATCTCACTCATATTAGGTTTTAAAAAAATACATTTTCCATAATCTTTATATTCGTAACGTAATATTGTAAAATCAAATATGTCTGATCCTTTGTTTAGATAATAAAGGACCTTTTTGTTAATATTCCTATAATAGATGTCAATATTTTTGGCCAATAATGGTTCTAACAACATAAATTTCAGTGCAGATTGAATGTAAGAAATATTATCGTATGTGATTGATTTTACATCAACCTCTTCGTTGTAAAGAATAGGTAATATATATTTGATAAAAATTTGTGGCGCAACATAATCATCATCAACGTATATATTATTGTCTTCAATATAAGCTTCATCATTGAAATTCAGATGATTAGTGATATAATTGTTTGTATATTTAATCTTGGAGGTATCCACAATTACAATCTCGTCACCAACACACACATTTATCATCTTTATAACATATGGTAACTCAGATATTTTGACCATTATTTTTTCAATTTTAATAAAAAAAAAATTTATTAAGTGCAAAACGCAAGAAATGTGTCTTGATTTATTTCAATATGATAGAGATCTGCGGTTTCTACATTCAGGAAAGCATTGTACTTTTTTATTGTGCAAATATCTGTTGATATGTTTTCAAACTTGAGAATTTCGATTTCGTGTGAATTTTCGACTTGTGAAGGTAATTCATAATTTTTCTTATTGCACAAAACTATTTGTTTAACAGAAGAAAATTTTTGTTTATTTTCAATGGTGCATTTAAACGGATATATGCTACCGAAAAATTTAAGAACACAAAGATTTTCTCCAAAATGATGCAAACTACAAGTACTACTTTTTATAATATGATTATCGTCAACTATATGGTTTTCGCATAACACATAGACATTTTCTGATTTATCAAAATCTACTAAATTTAAGGATATAAGATTTTTTCCTTCTGAATTATTTATTACAGTATTAGTGATTTCATTTAAATATTGTTGTGGAATATAGTAGTTTTTAGAAAGTAAAACGCCTTTTGACTTTTTTAAAATTTTACAGTCATTGTTAGGATTTTCATTGGTATAAGATCTCCAGAAATCTTTAATACTGCTGTTCATTGTCGGGAAACAAATATCTTTCTTATTATCATGCGTGACAAAAAAAGTTGTTTCTGATGGATAAGAATCACAATCAACAACAACAAACTTGAAAATATCCAGAAAAAATTTATATTTTCCGTTTAATGACATATAATTATAATAGATCTTTTTCTTCGAAAGATCCAGTTGTTCAAAATATTCAGTCAAATCTTCGGAAATTATGTTCATTCTCAAAATTCTATTTATTGCTGTTTCATTAATTTGTAAATATTCTATCACATTAAACATTTTTTTATCAACCATTTTCTCATTATCACATTTGTCGCAATGATAATTTTCAATTAATTCAACAATCCTCGAAAAAGTATTTTTGTCAATATCGAGCTTATAGAGATGGTAATTAACTTTTATTTTTTCATTGTCATCTGATAATGAAGATGATCGCACTAAATCATTTGTATGTTCAAAAAAATTCATATATGATGTGGTTTCTTTTTTCAAAAGAATGGGATTCTCGTCATCTCTAAATTTAACAAAAATAAGTGACATTATAGCTAATTATATTCTTTATATATACAGCAAACAATACGATTTTCAAATTTTTAATAAAAAAATGATTAAGAAGGAATTGCAAAAAAAATATCAGCAGTAATGTAAAAATGATCGGAAGATGAAGTTACTATATTCATTATTCCCTGTTTTTGTGTTATTGTTGTCACTTGATGGATTTGATAAAAATCATATTTTTGTACATTTGGCAATAATTTCTCATCATATTTACTATCTTTACTCAAAATTATTTGCTTCACTGAAGAATATTCTTGTTTGTTGTCGATAGGACATGACACAAGATATATGGTTCCGAAATGGTTTATAACCAATACATTTTTTCCGAAATGGTGTATACTACAAGTATCACTTTTTATAATTCGATTATCGCTTCCTATATGATTTTCGCAAAGTACGTAATCAGAATAATTCGAATATTCCATTAATCTTAACGATATCAGGTTGTTACTTTTATTGTTCAACATAAATCTAATACCATCATCTATGTCGAGTTTTGGAATATAATATTGATCATTTAGATTATATTTTTTTTTTAATGTTTTTATAGTTTTGATAGGTTCTCCCTCGTATGTAACATTTTCGTCTTCTTCACTCGAAACATAATCATCATTATCGGACAAAACATCTTCATCATTATCGGACAAAACATCTTCATCATTATCGGACAAAACATCTTCATCATCAATGGTCCTACTTGTTTTTTTGGGATATTTTCTCGATCCAGAAAAAAAATTCCTAATTTTTGAATCAGAAAATTTATCATTAAAATTACAATCTAGGTGTTTGTGTGGTTCAACAAAAAAAGTTGTTTCTGATGGATAACATTTATAATCAGTAACAACCAACTTTAAAATATCCAAATATAATTTATACTTATCATTTGACGACAAGTATTTATAATATTGTTTTCTTTTCGAAAGATCTTGTTGTTCAAAATGTTCTAAGAAATCGCCGGATAATTTATTATCATCCAAAATTCTTTGTATAATTCCTTCTTTGACTTGTAAATATTCCATCATCAAGAAGATATTTTTGTCAATTATAAATTTTTTAGAATTACTAATCAACTTAATAATTTTTGAAAAAGTATTTTTGTCTATATTTAGTGAGTGTAGTATATAGTCAACTTTAATTTTTTCATCATCATCAGACAACACAGACGAACGTGCCAATTCGTTGGAATGATCAAAAAATTCCATTTTTGAAATAATTTCTTGTGTCAAAAGAAGAGGATTTTCATCATCATTAAATTTTGCAAAAATGAGTGACATTGTGATTAATATGTTTTTTATATATGGTGATTAATCAGTTTAAAATTCAACTTTTTGATTAAATTCTGAATTAATAAAAGAGTAAAATATTATCCAGCTTATTACTTTTAATCCTGCAAAACTATAATGATTATGTTGTCAAAAATAATAATTATGATAATTGCGAGTATTTTTGATCAACATAAATTACAATAGTTTTACTCGTACTAATATAAAAAGTCATAACCAATACTTCGTAAGGCCAATAACTTTGCCGGTATAAATGTCATTAACTGGACAATATAAACTTGTTGATTAGCTTATTACTTTTAATCCGGCAAAACTATAATGATTATGTTGTCAAAAATAGAAACCATAATATAAAACATTGTATTAATATTATTGTTAATATTTTGGTCAACATAAATTACAATAGTTTTACTCATACTAATATAAAAAGTCATAACCAATACTTCGTAAGGCCAATGACTTTGCCGGTATAAATGTCATTAACTGGACAATATATACTTATTGATTAGCTTATTTCTTTTAATTCGGCAAAACTATTTGTGTTATGTAGTCAAAAATAGAAACTATGATAGTTATTGTTATGTTAGTATCATTGCTAGTATTTTGGTCAGCATAATTTACAATAGTTCACTCATTAAAAAAATAAAAAATAAAAAATCATTAGGTGAACAATATAATGTTATTGGTTAGCTTATTACTTTTAATCCGGTAAAATTATAGTGATTGTGTTATTTCTTAACTGAAAAAAAATAAAAAAAATATCTGTGTGGTGGATTGTGATAGAACAATAATTAGAGATGTCTGAAATAATTCTTTACTATCGTATCGTGGTTAAAAATAACGGTTACAAAGTGTATTGTGATAATTTGACAAAAAAAAATTTAGATGATTGTTTGACTATTGTCGATCATAAATTATCAGAAAAACTTGGAGATTCTGAAATAAAAGAAGCAAAAAAAAATGTTGTCAGTCATAAAAGCAGTGTATAAAGAACATATGGTGCTTGAACAAGTCAAAAACACGAACGATGTGATAAGAAACAATCGTTCAGAAATTTATTCTTTTACAAATAGTGTCGAACCAAATATAAAATTGGGAATTTGTTGCGGCATACAATTATGTGTTTTAAGTGATATGATGCCTATCAAGATTTATTTTAAACCTGTCAAAACAACGCATCGCAAAACGCCCATTTTTTCACCAAAATTTGAAGATCGAATCAGTGCATATTATGTTTCAGACCATAATCGTTACTATTTATCACAAATATCTAAAAGTTACTTGTCACCAAAAAAAGTAACTACAATTGCAGATTAAATTGACTCTCTTATTTTAGAATGTAATGATATATCGTCAGACAATGATATGAAAAAATCATCAATATACTTGGAAAAAATTAGAGATATTATTGTTGAAAGAAATATTTGTTTTCAAAACTGGAAAAATTATAGAACTATAGTAGAAAAACCGATCAATAACCACAATATGTTCGAAGTAAAATATTCTTCAAAAAAAGAAATGTTCGAGGTTAATTTAATGAAGACCTCAAATGGTTTTGTTTTTGGTTTTCCCCATAAAATCCTGTTTGGTTCAGTCAATGTAAAACAAAAACAATATAACACAATAATTTTTCCTGTCGTCGTTTTTACTGATATTGCCATTGTTTTTTAAATATACTACTAAATTTTTTTATTTAATCTAATAGAGTTATTTTTCAGCTTAGTACTTTTAATTCGGCGAAACTATAATGATTATGTTGTCAAAAATAGAAACCATAATATAAAACATTGTATTAATATTATTGTCAATATTTTGGTCAACATAAATCACAATAGTTTTGCTCATTTTTATAAAAAAAGTCATTGTCAATACTCCGTATAACCAATGACTTTGCCCAGAATAAATGTCATTAGCCGACCGCATATATATAAATATTTAGCTTATTTCTTTTAATCCGGCAAAACTATAATGATTATGTAGTCAAAAATAGAAACCATAATAGAAAACATTGTATTAGTATTATTGTTAATATTTTTGGTCAACATAATTCACAATAGTTTCTATCGTTTTAAAAAAAAAGTCATTGTCAATACTCCGTATGGCCAATGACTTTGCCGGCATAAATGTCATTAGGTGACAAAAATATCGATAAAAAATATAATAATTTGTTTGATTGTAGTACAAATTAAAACCAGTGTTGAGTATTTTTGAAATGATAGAGATTAAAAAGATATTAAACGTCAAAAAATGATGATTTCAAATTTGAAGAGAGTAACAATGACTGGTAAATATATCCGAAGTTTATATATCTAGAAATAACGTAAAAATTAACAAGCTAATTGATATACTTATTTCAGATTGTAGTGATCATTTCTCTACTGAACATTTGAAGAAAATTCTTATGCTACAATTCGATATTTGTGAAATTGACACTCTTAGCTGTATAGTTTTACGGGAATCAAAAGAGATAAAACTCGATATTTGTTTATACTGATATTACAATTATATTTTAATGTTCGCTCGATTACTTTTTGTTATGGCAAAATATGATTCGTAATAATTCTATTTTTATTGGTATAAACATCATGACAATTAAAGTAATTTTTAGAATTGAAAAAAACAACGTCAATGGCAATACTCTAATGACTTTGTAAAAGTATTAAAAAAACTGAAAAATATAAATGTTCAATAGGTTATAAACAATTATAAAAATAGAAATAATAAATGTCATCAACCATCATTCTATATAATTTTGTTGTTTCTAAGGACATTGCCAACGTATGTCATGGATTTATTGGAACTAATTATTTAGATGAATTCTTAGAATATATGAATCACAGTCTGAAAAACACATTGAATGCACCAGAGATGACAGAAACACAAAAATTAATATCATATATAAAATCAACATACAATGGATATTTTGATCTTCCGACTAAAAGGGGAACAGATGCAAATAGAGATTTTGAAATTATAGACCATAAAGATAACTGTTTTATGGATCCGAATAATAGTTTTGGGGTTTTTGCTACGAAATTTAGTTTACCAATTAACATTTTTATTGGTTCAACAAAAATAAAACAAAATATTACTCCTCTATTCTGCAAAAAATTCGATAATAGAATTTGTATCATCTATGAATTTTTAACTCCTGGAGAAACAAAATTGATGAACCAAATATCACATGATTATACATCAGCAGAAAAGGTTAACATAGTTGATTTAATTGATTCTGTTATTTTGAGTTTAAGTGATTTACCTCATATTGAAAAAATCAGAAAAATAAGGAATATGGTTATTGAAAAAAATATTGATTTGATGAATCCTTTAAATCTAGAAATAAATTTGAATGATGATGTGTGGCGAATAAATACTCCACATGGGATAACTTTGATAGAATCAGATGATTTTTTTGACGGAAGATATGGTATTTATTTTTATCCAGTAACAGTAAAACAAAAACAATATAATACTATCGTTTTTCCAATTACTATTTACACTGACGTCACCATAATGACAAATTGTTAATTTTATGTTTTTATTGGTTTAACAAACATAAATGATGATTAAAATTATTCATTCTCATAATGGTCACTAATCGAATAATCCCAATATGGCACAAATATAAAGCGTGAATTATTCTTCAGATGCGATAACCCATTTTGTGTTATATTTGGGTTTTTTTCTAAGCATAAGATTTGAATGCCCTCTAAATGTTTCAGTCCATTATCTGTTATCTTTGTATTATTACTTATGTATAAAGTATGAATACCCTTTAAATGTTTCAATCCATTATCTGTTATCTTTGGGTTATCACTTATGTATAAAGTATGAATACCCTTTAAATGTTTCAATCCATTATCTGTTATATTTGATTCTTTTCCAATGTGTAAAGTGTGAATACCCTTTAAATATTTCAATCCATCATCTGTTATTCTGCCATAACATAATTTTAAAGTATGAATGCCTTTTAGATGTTTTAATCCACTATCTGTTATATTGTAATTATATCTCAGATCCAAAGTATGGATACCTTTTAAATGAGTTAAGCCGTTGTTTGTTATATTATGATTATTGTGTAATATTAAAGTATGAATACCTTTTAAATGTTTTAATCCATCATCAGTAATATTTTGATTACAACCTAAATCCAAAATATTAATACCTTTTAAATACTTTAACCCATTGTCTGTTATATTTTTATTATAATTTAAATTCAGCGTGTGAATACCCTTTAAATGTACTAATCCATTATCCGTTATTTTATTATTACTATGTAAGTCCAGTGTATGAATTCCTTTCAAATATTTCAACCCATTGTTTGTTATATTTTTGTTAAGTATTAATTTTAGAGTATGAATACCCTCTAAATGTGATAATCCAATGTCTGTTATATTATGATTCCAACATAATACCAAAGTATGAATACCTTTCAAATATTTTAATCCATCATCTGTTATATTTTCATTATAATATAAATTTAAAGTGTTAATACTCTTTAAATGTACTAATCCATTATCTGTTATTTTATTATTCCCCGGCAATATAACATATTTTAAATTTTTAAATTTTGATAGTATTTCGTCATCAATTTTATCATCAATATACAAACCACGAAGGTATCTATCAATTATTTCCAATTTAACTATCGATTCTAAATGTTTTTCAAAAAACTTCATATTAAATTTTTTAAAAACGAAATGTTCCATCCTAAACTCAAATAAATTTTTACACAAATGCTGCAATTTAATTGAGTCATTTAACGGAAGATAATTAGCTATAATATTATATACATCACTACAAACCAACATTTGAGCTTTAATATCTAAATTGTAATAAATAATAATTTGTTGAACAATTATTATTCAATTTTTTTATGGTGAAAATACAGATTATCATTACAAAACCAACATCCTTTAATATGATTTAGTCCATTGTACGTTATATTTGCATTATATTTTAAATTTAGAGAACAAATGTCCTTTAAATATGTCAATCCATTGTCTGTTATATTGGTATTGGCGTTTAAGTACAATTTGTAAATACCTTTCAAATACATTAATCCATTGTCTGTTATAATTTTATTACCAGTCAATATTAAGTATTTTAAATTTTTAAATTTTGATAATATTTCGTCGTTCATATATTATCAAAAGAAAAACCAACTGCTTTTGTTAGATCCAATTTGAATATTGATTCCGCATGTTTTTCCAAAAATTTAACATTCAATTTGTGAAAAACAAAATATTCCATTCTAAACTCAAATAAATTTTTACATAGATACTGCAGTTTTATTGAATCTTTTAATGGAAGATAATTGGCACAGATGGTCATAACAAAATTGTTATTTGTTAATAAACAAAATCTTTTAGAAATAATTATTCAATTTTTCTATAATTAAAACACAATTTATCATTACAAAACCAACATCCTTTATATAATTTTAAATTATGAATACCCTTTATATGCACTAATCCATTGTTTGTTATATTATCACTTCCATATAATTTTAAAGTATGAATACCCTTTATATGCACTAATCCATTGTTTGTTATATTATCACTTCCATATAATTTTAAAGTATGAATACCCTTTAGATGCACTAATCCGTCATCTGTTATGTTCATATTATTACTCAAATTCAAAGTACTAATACCTTTCAAATGTATTAATCCATTGTCTGTTATATTTTCATTAAAATATAAGTTCAAATTATGAATCCTCTTCAAATGTATTAATCCATTGTCTGTTATATTTCTATTATATTTTAAATTTAAAGTATGAATACTCTTCAAATGTATTAATTCATTATCTGTTATAATTTGATTACCAGGTAGTATAATATATTTTAAATTTCTAAATTTTGATATTATTTCATCATTTATATTGTCGTTTATATATTCATCATTTTTATTTTTTTTTACTTATTTCCAGTCTAACAATTGATTCTGAATGTTTTTCCAATAATTTGACATTCATTTTGTGAAAAACAAAATATTCCATTCTAAATTCAAACAAATTTTTACACATATACTGCAGTTTTATTGAATCCTTCAATGGAAGATAATTAGCTATAATATTAAGCACATCACCACAAATTGACATTTGAATTACAATAAATTATTAAAATAAATAAAATCTTTTAAAAATAATTATTCAATTTTTCTGTTAAAATACTCAAACTTATTACTGGTAAGGTTACATCCTTTAATGTGATTCAATCTATTTTGTGTTATATTAGTGTTATTGGATAAATGTAAAGTCTTAATACCTTTCAAATACTCCAATCCTTTATCCGTTATATTGGTATTGTCATCTAAATGTAAATAACAAATCCCTTTCAAATGCTCCAATCCTTTATCCGTTATATTGTAATTACCATTTAAATCCAAAATGCTAATACCTTTTAAATGTATTAATCCATCGTCTGTTATTTTAGTATTATTGTTTAAATATAAAGTATCAATGCCAATTAAATGCGATAGTCCATCATCTGTGATATTTGCGTTACCATCCAAGTGTAAAGTGTTGATACCTTTTAAATAGGATACCCCGTTATCTGTTATATTTGTGTTACAATCCAAACATAAAGTATGAATGTTTTGCAAATGTACTAATCCATTGTCTGCCATATTTCTATTGAAGTTTAAACCTAACGTGTGAATGCCTTTTAAATGTATTAATCCTTTATGGTTGTAACATCTCTAAACTGTAGATATATCTCATATTATGGTGAAATCCTCGATTTTATTATACAGAATAGTATTCTATAATAATCATCAAAACGAATACTCTAGAACATTTTGTCAACAATTTGATGACATAGAATTGTTTCTTGATATTGTGCGTAGTGAATTTAATAAATTTTCAATAGATGACTTACTTTATGTGATTAAATGTGTCCATAACAAATTTTATGGTAAAAAGTTTAAGACTTTAAAATTAAAATCCTATTGCAAATCAATTATGATTGCTGATATACAAATAAAGGCACAGTCACAATGTTCTTTTGTTATAACACATAAAAAAAGAAGAGTTTTGTATGAGTTTATTAAGATGTTCACTTTTCATCCATCGTTATATAGCACAAAATACAATGATATTATAATAATCAGAATAGTAACATTATTTTCGAGTAGTCCGAGATTAGTAAGTGTATATTCCGTTGACAAAGATATTAAAAAATTAGATACATATTTAGGTATTATTAACAAAATCCCAACGATTGACTATTCAGAAAAATTTAGGAGAATTCTTGGCGCTTGATTGTTCACAGGAACTAAAAAAAATTATAGAAGAAAATAAAGGATTTATGGATCTCGAAAGTTGCGAAATAAAACATGATACCTTTTGTATCACAAAAGAACGTAAATCTGAATTAAGAATATTTTTAAAAGATTCAAGTGGAGAGGATACTGTTTTTTACACCATTGCATCAGCGAAATTAAAGCAGAAGCAAAACAATTATATTGTGTATCCTGTCATTGTTTATACAGATACCACAATTACAACATCATAAAATTGAAAAAATCACATATTAACTGTTGTGATATTTAAAGTAACAGATAAAAATGACAACACAAATTACATTTTATAATTTTATTGTATATTGTGGCAACGAAAAGGTGTACGATGATTTTGTATGTCAAGAAATTGAAGATGTCGATAAATTATTTGATGCAATCCATGATAACCTTAAAAAATGTTCATTTTCTGACGACACAATGGAATCTATTTTTCAAATACTTTATGTATTGCGACTCTTACATATTAAATTTCACAATCTACCGCCTTTGGAAAAAGGAAAATATTTATATGTTTATATTTCAAAAGATTTTGCAAATTATTTTGAATCAATAAGAAAAACAAATATGCAGATGTCATATGATAAATACAATGTTTTAAATATAATGTACAATAATATAAGAATAGGTTTTGACTTTATAAGAAGAAAATATCCATACACATCATTGTTTAGCACTAAAAATGAAGATCGACTTGTTGCTTCTTTTTCAAATTATGCAATGGTATGCCCAGAGGCATATATATCTCCAAACAATAGATCTATTAACGATATTGCTAATTATATTGATTTAATTAATACAATTATGAGTAATTGCAAAGATCGTGAATTCTACAGTAATGGTCATGAAATTTTATGTGCAATAAAAGATATCATTATACAAAAAAACATAAATCTAAAAAATATTATAAAATGTAATTTAGATTTGTGTATAAATGGAGTAAACCTTTGTTGTCGTATTAATACAATCGAAAATTGTAGGTGTGATATATCAGCTAGTTATAATATATTTAGAGTGTTTTGGGGGAGTCTCGTTGAAAACTTTAAGTTTTGCGTTAGAAAAATAAAATTAAAACAAAAACAATATAACACAATAGTTTATCCTGTAAACATATTCAATGATGTCACCATTATAACTGCGGAGAAATAAACCATATTATTCTTTATATAAACTAATAACAGTCGAATCATTGAGTTTTCTTTTTTTATTTGGAGAACAATTATTGTCATTGTGCAATCTTTTTTTATTTGGATAACAATCAATGTGATCAGATAATCTTTTTTTACTGCGTCCAGTGGAAAATGGAAAATAATAAGGTCGAATATAATTAGGTTGTAAAAAAGATCCAAGGTCACCAAATCTTGGAATGTGTCCAGTGGAAAATGGAAAATAATAAGGTCGAATATAATTAGGTTGTAAAAAAGATCCAAGGTCATCAAATCTTGGAATATTAACTGCGCATACACGTTCTGAAACAAAATCATTATTCTTAATAAGTTTGTAATTTGGATATTCGTGTGAATTAAAAAATCCATATGGTATCAATTGAATTGGAGGTTTATTTGATTTTCTTGAATCATTCAAAAGCTTTACCTTCATAGATTTTAAAGAGTTTAAATGTGATTGTTGTTTTATGATTGGTTTAGTTTGCAGACTCTTTTTAGCATAATTTGGCTGAGGTTTGTGAAATGAGCGACCCGAGTTAAAAAGTATTTGTTTTCTCATTGAATATAACATATCATTTAAGGACTAGTTAGGTGTTTTGATATTTCAATTTTTTATAAAGAAAAATTATGATCAACAATACATTTAACCATAAAAGCGCCATATTTTTGTATAAAATGTTATTTTTTCTAAAAAATCTAAATGTTTAACCTTATCAAAAATATTGGTAAGTTTATAAATTGCTTATTGTGTTTTCTTTATTTTTTGGAACAATTTCATTCACACAAATTTGTCATGATTTATACTGCTCAGATTTTGGAGAATTTCAGTGTTGATATTTTTATAGTAATCATCAATATTTCTTTCCAATAACGGTTCCAACAAAAGAAACTTTAGAGCTGCTCGAATATAAGAAATATTATCATAAGTGATCGATTTTACATCAAAAATTTCGTTGTAAAGTATCGGAATTACATAATCACAAAATATTTCGAATGCCATATGATCTTCTCCAATATATACCGTCTCATCTGTGACCCAAGATTCTTTATTAAATTTTGCATAATTGACGATGTAATTGTTAGGATACTTTACCTTATTTTGATCGATATAAACGGATTTTTCGCCTATACAAACTCTAATCATTTGAATTTAATATTGATATTGTTATTAAGCATTGAAATAATTAGACAATTCAATTTTTTTACTATTTGAATAAAAAAAAGATTTTCAAATTATTCAACTCTTCAGGATAAAAAATAATACTATCCAAATTAGTTTCTTTTGTTAAAACATGATTTAGCGCGACAGATATTTCCATTCCAAACACTAAACCATTTTTATTTTGCTCATACTGATTGGCATAATTTTTAATCATAATTTCTTTGGAAAACACATATCCATCAATTACAATATCGCCATTTTTAACAGATTTTATATTATTACCATCACGCTCATTATAAATATTTAAAGTGTCACAATATTTACAATAGAAATAGTATTCGCCTGATGAAAGTTTTCCTGAACGATCATATTTGTCATCCATTTTTATTTTATTAAATTTATGACATTCTTTACATTTATTACTTGTCATTGCTCTAAACAGCAAAAATACAGAATTATCACTGTCATTATAATCCACTGTAATTCTCAGTATTGTGTATATACAATCAGTGTCACACGAGTAAATATTAAAAGAATTTGATGTTTTCAGCAAACTCATTTTTTAATATGAAACAATTGGTCTTTTCAGAACATAAATTTTTCAATTATTTCCGGCAATTTGCCATAATAAAATTATTATATATATTAAGAAATCTGAACGAATGAAATTTAATTATCAAGTCTTTGTTATTGCTTTTTTGTCTATTTTGTTAAGATAAAAATGAGGTGCAATATATTTGTTTATATCTTGGGATAAAACGTTATTGTGAATATCATTGTTTATTTGTTTGACAGTATACATATTCTTTACTAACTGTTCCAATTTTTGGGCACTCAACCGCTCGTCATCTAAATTCTGTTTTGTCAAATAATTTTTATTTAAGTTACTTATATAATCTAATAGTGGATTAATAATTCTATTTGTCACCTTAAGACCTTTGCGATCAATAATCCACTGGATGTCAAGTTCGGCATTATTATTTTCTTGATTATTATCGTGTTTCATATTGTGTAATTCTCTGATGAAATAATTCAATCTTTCTGTATCTGAATTCCATAAAGCCTGTAACTCCGGATTGTCTTTTTTATATTGCTTTACTAAAAAGTCTCCTAAATATTTGCCCAAATTATTCTTATTATGATGATAAATTAATTCCTTTATTAAAAGTTCAACATCTTTTGATATTATAGAATAATCACTTAAACTATTCAAACAGGGTGCACTGTTATAATTAACGAGAAGATAACTCAATGTGCCCATAGATTTTTTAATGATACCTCCCGCAGAATTAATTAATTGTTTATGATAATTATTTTCAACTTGGAGTGTATTTATGTGATTTTCACATTTCTCTATCGTCGACTGGAACTTCTGTTCTATCAAGACAAGTTCATTCTTATAGTTTTCAACTGTTGTAGTAAGTTTCTTATCAAATTCTTTCTTTGATTGATCATATTCTTTCTTTGATTGATTCAACAATTTTTCTGTTTTTTTAAGTTGAGTTTCTAATTTTTTTTTATCAGTTTCAATAGATTCTAATTTTTGTTTTAATAACTCAATCTCATGATCTTTTTTGGATACTGAATCTTCATCCTTTTGGGAAATTATTTTTGAATTGACATTTTTGTGATGTTTTGCTGTTTTTTTGTGTTTATGCCATGACACTCTACAGTCCGTTTCATATTCACATACATTGCAACGATATTTCATATATTTATATAATAATATAAGATAATAATTTTATATTTTTATCCTTATTACAAATTTCTGTTTATATTTGATAAAATACACTTATTTGATTACATAATATACTTTTTGTGGCTAACAGGTAAAAGTATATTATGTAACTAAATAGTTAACTTTTTGTTAACTAAAAATTATTTTTTCCTAATGTTAGCAGTAAAAACACTCTACCTTATTACTTTTATAAATATATCACTTATATAAATAATCAACCTTGTTACTTTTCAGGAGCACAATGATATTTTATTAAAATAAAAAGTAATAAGGTAGATAGTACATATATTGATATATATAGACATCGTTACTTTTTCCTAAATATTTATTGTTATTTTAGATAAATTTTATAAAAAACTAATTATGTGCAATCTACCTTATTACTTTTATTGCTCGATATTATGAACAATTAGATTTCAATAAAATCCAATACAAAAATTTTTTCCCCACACAGAAATTGTGTGTTTATAAAAATTATAATAATAGTTTTATTGAAATTACTATTTATCTATATATCCAGTTTAATATAAAGTAATAAGGTAGATATTTGTGAATATAATGTTCTTCCTTTTAACTTTCAATTGAAAATGCAATTAACTGATTTAATAATTAGTCAGCTAATGACTATCTATAATAAAGGTATATTTAAACTGAAAGTAATAAGGCAGTTAAATGAAAAATAATAATATTCTTCCTTATGACCTTTAATTGCTTATAATTATTTAGTAAAATAGTTTTTATTAAATATATTGTCGTGGTGGGTAAAAAGTAATAAGCATCCGATAATATTCCCATTATTCTTCCTAATAGACTTTTAATTGATATACAATTAATTCTATGGGTTTTAAGTGTATTACTCATCACAATTGAAAAAATAAAAAAGTAATAAGCTAAGTTTAAAATAATTACATATATTGTTGTTAAGATAATCACTATTTTCAGTTATTTGTTTATGTTTTCTTTTTTGAAAATGATTCAGATTCTTTAATTTTGTTTTTTGCTTCCTGTAATTCTAATTTCATTTTTAATAATTCAATCTCAAGATTTTTTTGAATCAAGAGATTAGTTTCATTCTTATCTTGTCTGGTGATTTTGTCTGTTTTATAATTTATGATATTGGTTGTGATTGTTCTACCAAATAACAGTGACATCCATTGTATGATTTTTTGACACTTAACTGCATTATCTGTATCAGTAAGATATATAATACATTTTTTGTTCCCATTAAATAAAATACTTCTGGTAATAAAATACATTTTTCTTGTGTTATCATATTCGATCTCCTTTATTTTCTGATTATTAATGTCAAACAATGAAATAAACTCATTTAGATCAATTTCCATATAGTATTTTGTCGGTAACACTATTTCAAAATCATTTATGTATTTCATTTGTATAGCCTTATTCCAATCATATTTATACACATTATTACCAAAAATACTGATTTTATCTAAATATTTAGGAGTTGCTGACATAAATAATATTTTGTGTTCAGAATTCAGTATTTTATAAAAAGGATATTTATGATTGTCTAAATCATTTGAACTAAGATTATGAAACTCATCGATAATTATTAAGGTATTTTTTACTAATTTATCTATTATTTTAACAATAACATCACATGAATCAAACGTCGAGACTAATAAATTATGTTTTTCAAACACAAAATTATTAACATCTCTTTCACCATCACAAGATATCAGTTTGCATTTATGGTTAGGCAATCCAGACGAAAAAAGTTCAATAGTTTGAATACACAGTTGTCTACTAGGCGCAAAGAAAATTATGTTATTAAATGTTTTTGCAATCAAGAAACTAATAAAAGTTTTGCCCATTCCGCACGGCAATGACACGACAAAACGCGTGGAGTTGTTATAAAGTGATAATATTTCTTTTTGATAATCCCTGGGAATCATAATACTTGGATCTTTGTCTTTAACTATTATTTTATTAATAGTTGTGCTCATGGGAAGATATGTATATTCTCTTAAGTCTACTAGTTTTTTTATTCTTGAACTCAAATTACCGTTAAAAAAAACTTTATATGTTTTGTTTGGAAATAATGTTTTAAAAAAGAAAAATCCTGCCAAATCCTGAATACATATTGTAGTTTCATAATTTTTACATTGAACATAAATGTATTGATTGTTTTTTTCCGCAATTATGTCAATTCCAATATCATTTTTCTTACTCAAATAATCATTGTAATCAGTTATGATAGATTCTTAGAATAAAATTTTTTCTGGAACATCTTTCCATAACCATGCATTATCATATTTGAGTTCGTTGATCAAATAATCAATTACATTTTTTTCATAAGCATCTCCTTTTTCTTTGTTCATTGCTCTGATTAAGAATATATCATAATATATAGTTGAATATCTATAAATCGTTTTATAAAATTGAAATATAATTGTCCTAACCACAACATTTAAAATACAGTAAAAAATGACTTTTAAAAAGAGTATATCAGATTTGTGTTGCGATGAACTGAATCATATTTTCACTTATCTATGTGATTACGATAAATTATCAGCGTTGACTATCGATCGTAAAATAATGGAAAAATTTAATTATTCAAAAATTAGATTGAGTAATTAGTATAGACAAGATAAATTAGATTATATCTTGAAGAGCAATAAATACATTATAGAGAAAATTTATTATGATGGCAATCGTAGCACAAGAAGAATTCCCGACAGTGCAGTTGAAATTGATTGTCATTCAAAGGTTGATCAAGATTTCAGTAAAATGAAAAATTTGAGAAAATTCGCGTGGATCTTAATATACCTCCTTTGCCAGAATCAATTGATGAGATATGTTTTAAAGACCGATATAAGGGTCCAATACCTAAAACTGAGTGATGTAGTTAAAGTGATCAAGACTGGATATTATTTTAATCAGGTATTAACCGATCTACCCATCAATTTAACTTATCTTGAATTGGGCCATTGTTATAACAACCCTTTGCCAAATTTACCAAAGAATTTAACCACATTAATATTAGGTGATGAATATGATCAACCACTCAACAATCTTCCCGAAGAACTCGTTGTACTAAAACTTGGTTCCAATTTCAATAAACCTTTGAAAAATCTTCCAAGTTCATTGAAAAAATTAGTCAAAAAAGGTTACTTTTATTTTCCTTTACATAATTTGCCAGATTCGATTGAGATTTTAAAGATAAAATATTGCAATATTGACGTAAAATGGCCAAAATCATTAAGAAAATTATATATTGGATCGAATAATAATTATAAAAATATAATCCCCCAAATAAATAATTTACCAGAAGATTTAACAATATTAAAATTTACGTCAACAGTAAAACATCAAATAAAATATATACCAAAAAATCTGAAAGTTTTGTATTTTAGCAAATTATCTGTTGAATTGGCAACAAAATTGCCGAATGGAATTGAAATTTTAGATGGATGGAATGCAGGAAACTTACCATTATCATTAAAAGAAGTCACCTTTGATGATAGTTTAATAGTTTTAATAGTTTTATTTCAAAATGGCCAAAAAATTTGGTAAAGGTAATTTTCGGTGCAGATTTTAACGAAAGTATTGACAATTTGCCAGATTCAGTTAAACATATCAAATTAGGTCATAATTTTGATAAACATATAAATAGATTACCATTATCTTTAAAACATTTGGAAATTGATAATCCGATATATGACAAGTTAAATAAACAAATGTTACCAAAAAAATTGGAAAAACTAGTTATTACTGGAAGATTATACGAATTAGATCAACGAATTAGATCATGAGTCATTTACTCGTCCAGATTGTCGATTCAATATTATACTAGTTATGAGTGATTATTGTGATATTATTCATATTTCTTAGCTTAGCGAAAAAATCGTCCCTATGCATCTTAATTTTACTAACAATTTTTATAATATCTTTATCCACTAAACCATTTAATTCCATAATCCAATAAAGTATGTTAAATTTTCCTTTTATCAACAAGTCTAGCGATACCTTCTGAATGTTTATATTTTTGTAAAGGCAACTATCAGCTCTCCATCCGCGGGAAATATAAAAATCTTTTTCAATTTGATCAAAATTAGTTTTATCCAAGTTTTTCTTCAGAGATATTAAATATTCAGCATTGTCATATCTTTTATGTTTTAAGTTCTCTTTTATATAACACAATAAATATTCTTTTTTAATATTGACACCAATAGAAACCAAATACTTCACAGCATCTAATTCTTTATTGAGACTCGCTTTGTAAAAAGCCGATGTTATGTCTTCTGTAGTGCAATATGGTGTTAAATATTTTAGAACATGTAAATGTCCATTGTCGGCAACATTCACCAACAAATCTTCAAAGTCTGATATTTTTAAAAAATCAAATCCCATTGAATTTAATTTTTCAACAACATCCAAACGTCCAGCACAAAAAGCATAGTAAAATATATCATTAGTAATATTATTGATATTGATTCCTCTTGATAATAAATACATGAAAATATCAAAATGATGATTTTCAATGGCATGTTTAACAACAGTATCACCAATTGTTTTAATATCAAATCCTATAGAAATAAGATGTTTTACAAGTTCATATTCACCTAATATCACTGCTCCATCAAAAACATCATAAAGTAGTTCTTTATCTTTGAAATCTGTTGAAACCATATGATGAATGACATCAAAATGGTGATTATATAGTGCAGAGCGTATTACCTGATTATTAACAGCTGTATGATCTGCTCCAATAGACATTAAATATTTCACAACTTCAAAATGATTATTTTCAGAAGCCAATCTGATTGAATGATTACAACCATCTCTAAAATCAGCACCAATAGACACCAAATATTTAACTGCTTCTAAATGACCATTGGTAGAAGCCATCCTGATTGCTCGATTGCTTCTGTGCTTATAATCTGCTCCAACAGAGTAAAGTGTTTTGGCAATATCCAATTGTCCACACTCACATGCCACTATAAAAGCTTCTGAATAAAAGTCTTTATATTTCGGTCCAATAGACATAATAAATTTTAAAACGTCCAAATGTCCTTTACGAGATGTTTCCTCCAATAAGAAAGAAAAATGCTCACCAATACACGCGCCCAATGAATATAACATTTTAGCAATATCAATATGACCATGACAACATGCTACTAAAAATGGTTGATCGTTACTTCCTCTAAAATTAACTCCCAACGAAATCAGAAAATTTAAGCCTTCTAAATTACCAAGATGACAAGCTTTTATCAAAGCTTCATAACCATTGACACCAACAGACAATAAATATTTTACAACATCAAAATGATTGTTAATAAATGCAGTTGTAACGAGACTATTATTATATTTTCTGATTTTTCCTTCGAATGAGAGAAAAAAATTAATAAAATACTTTACAATATTCAAGTGACCATATTCGCAAGCTATTTTTAAAATTTTATTACAATACACAGATCTAATAGAAAACAAATATTCAACAATGTCGAGACGACCATACTTACAAGCTGATGCCAGAGTGGAATAAATATTATTTTTATTTTTCTTCTTGTTTATAAAATTCTTAATAACATGCAAGTATCCTTTTTCACATGCGTAATACAATACAATATTGAGAGAGTAATCAAAAAGTGGACTAACGGATAATATATATTCTACAACATCCAAATTTCCTTTTTTGGAAGCTCGTTTTATGGCATAATTACCGTCTTTCCCGATAATATCAAGTATATGTTTAACTGTTTCAAGATCATCATCAGCAATTGCCTTTTTTAATTCTTGGCGCATTGATAAGATTCATTTATTAACCAAGAGTTGTTACAGATAATAAAAAAATCAAATTTTTAATTAGAATGGGGCAAAATAACAATATTAACTGTTGATGGTTTTCCAATTAGATTTCCGACAAAGTCAATTCGAATGGTATCCAAATTAACAAACTGTTCCAGAGTAATAATTTGTTTCGGACACTTGACCACATGTAGATATTTTAATTTTTGTGGATTAATTATTAAATGAACATCTATACCATTTAGATAAAGTTTAGATAATTCCAAATGTTGGATACAATCTGATTTAACTGAACAATTAGTCAACCAGAGTTTTTTTAATTTCTTTAAATTATTCAAAGAAATTATTACCATTTTTTCTGATAAAGGACTATCCAAATTGAGATATTCCAGATCACGAAAAGTATTATTGATTACAGAACATGGAATTGTGAACGTGATTGAAAAACGCGTAATATTTTCGTTTTGAGTTAAGGCGTACAAATCTGTTGGTTCTAATTTGTTAGATGATTTAAATGTACGCAAATTATCACCTAAATTATGCACAATCACACCTTTCACATTTATTTTTTGTATTTTGTTTGGCACTGGAAGATACAAATGATGTCCAGCATGTTTATCATTTATAATTTTTATTTTTTTGAGTGAGTGAACATGATCTATAATAGGTGTCGCGTTGTAAAAATCAATTTTTTCTAATTTTGTCATTTTTGATAGGTCTAAATACAAATGATCGTGTTGATCATTACAAATCGACAGAAATTTTAAATTTATCATATTACTAATTATATTACTAATTATATTCAGACTACCAGCGTCATTAAATGGCATACCACAATAGCTGAAAAATGACAGACGTAAATTTTCTAAAGAATCAACGAATGAATGAATAGATTTTATATATTTAGATTTGTTTTCAGGAACATAACAATTGTCACTGAAATCGATACTTTTAATTTTTGGTTTATTGACGAGATTAATATAATGCCCTTTGTATGACTGAAGGTTTAACATATTATCAATACAATTAATTTTACCGTTCCATTTCATTTCCAAGTGTTCCAATTGTGACAAGTCTTTGATACTGTCGTTGGTCATATTAATTGCATAAACGAACAAATGTGTTAACGTCGTAAAATTATTGAGATCAATATCGTAGTCAGTAACCAAAGTTAGTCGTTTCAAACTTAGATTATGAGAAAGTAGTTGTATGTAATTATTTTGAGTATCATAACTAATATCAGGATAAAAGCATAAGGTTAGATCCACAAGATTTTTAAATTTGTGAAAGAATAATTCAGTTTCTTTTATTGAATAATAATAAACATTTGCTTTACGAATATCCAATCCAGACAAACAAGTATGATCAATTATGGTTTCGGCACTTATATACACTTCTCTAACAGTTTTTAATTCAGACAAATTTGGTGTCTTTTTATTTTTAGATGAAATATGTATGTTCTGTAAATTAGTGAATTCCTTAAGACCTTCTATAGTCAATAGACTGTCATCAGAATAATATGCCTGTGTCACATTAGAAAAGAAATCTTTATGATTAAAAACAATATCGTCAGTAATATTACAAAAAAAAGCTCTATTAATTTTATTTACATACTTAGAACAGTTTTTGTTGAAAAATGATGATACTAATCTTACTTGAGCATTATCATATATTGAAAGAAAAGAACATATTGATGAAATATAATCATCATTGATGAGAGCGTTGAAAGTAGTCATGTTGACTGTCAAACCAAAAAACTATAAAGATATCAAGCTATTATATAATTCAATTTTTTGAAAAAGTAAATTGTTCTCCTAGTTTTCCGTTAATAGTATATACATTGCCGGTTGACATTAGATAAGCACGAATGAGATTAATTAAACCTTTAAAATTTATTGTTTGTTTTGGACATTCTATCACTGACAAATATTTTATTTTTTGTGGATTGAATATTAAGTCATTATTCAGATGATCAATTGACAGTTTAACCAAATCCAAGTCTTGTATACAATTTGATTCAACAATACATTTATTTAAACTAAGAAATTTTAAATTTTTTAACTTGTTTAAAGATTTGATAGTCATTTTCCCCCGTCCATCTATTGATAAAGACTGGAGATTATGAAAGTTATCGTTGATGACAGAACATGGAATGCAAGATCTTATGTCAAGTTTTACCAAACCTTTGTTGTAAGACAATTCGTTTATGACATCAGACGAGATTTCTCCACAATGTGTAAAATCCACAAGATTGTTACCAATATTTTTAATAGGGACTTTTGTATAAGCACTAATCTTATTAATATTGTGTGGATGTGGTAAAACTATTGCTGTACCATTGTCACCATTATAATCAATTACTATCTCCTTCAAAGATGACGGTAATTTTCCAATTAGCAAAATATTGGCATTTACACCAACATATCTGAGTTTGGAAAGTTTGGACAAGTCAATTTTGATTATCTTGGTCAGATTAGAAACGGTGTACCAATGCAGACCTAAATGTTTCAAGTTTATTAAATTATTTATAAAATCAATGTTACTTATAAAATCAATGTCATAGTCAAAAAAACGTAATTCCAAAAACTCGAGAGAGTTGATCGATGATTTAAGAGAAAATAAATGTTTAGATTGTAGATTATCATTACCACTTAAATAAATTTTTTTTAACTTACATTGGTTGGAAAAGTCAAGAATTCGTCCATGATATTCCTCAAGATTAATTAAATTTTTTATACAATTAATTTCACCAATGTAAACAAATAAATATTTTAGTTGAAATAATTTGGCAATACTTTTGTTGGTAATTTGATGTGAATAAATTGTCAAATGTGTCAGTGTTACAAAATTGTTCAAGTCGAGATCATATTGTGTTACTATATTCAAATGTGTTAATTTTAGATTATTTGATAGTAATTCAAGACATTTTTCTTGAGCATTACAATTAATATCCCGATGGAAACTCAGTTCGACATCAACTAAATTTTTAAAGTTGTGAAAACTTAAAAAATGATCTACAGGTAAATAGCCTAAATGTATTTTTTTTAAGTTTAAATTTTTCAGCTTATCACAATCAATTTCACAATACTCCATTTGTGAAGGTGTATCTACATTAATTTCCTCAATGGTAGTCAATTCAGAAAAATCAAACATATGTTCATAATTTTTTTGAATAGATATTGATTTTAAGTTTTTCATTGTTTTGAGACCATTTGTACTTATTTTACAATTTACAGGACAATGAATTTTAGTAATGTTAGAGAAGAATTCGGAATGATTTAAAACGTTATCGTCGGTTATATCCAAAAAAGAATTGTAGTATAATTCGTTTATTGTCTTGAGACAAATGTTATTAAATAATGATGATGTCAGCCTAAAATTTGATTTTTCAGCTAATGGCAAAAAAGAGCATATCAATAGGATATAGTCTTCGTGAACAATTTGATTAAACATAGTTATGCTAAACTTATATCAACATTAACAGATAGACAAACATTAGAAAAATCAATTTTTAGACAGGTATTCATGTGTCGAGACATTGAATAATTGTTTTTTCACAATATTATGCCCATTCATAATCACAAGAGATTCGTTGAATTTGTGCAAAATCTGACAATTTAATTTTTTGCAATGGACATAAACTTATAGTCAAAACTTTTATTTTGTTAGGATTAATTATTAAATTAGATTGAATGCCACTCAAATGAATTTCAGAAAGTTCAAGATCTTGAATAATGCAGTCAAACAAGTTCAATATTTTAAGTTTTTTTAATTTGTTCAAAGATTCTGCCAAATTTTAAAGTTGTCAAATTGTGGAAATTATCGTTGATAATATAACACGGAATATTCGCATAGACTTTTAACGTTTTCAAATTTTCATTATTTGTTAACAAGTCAATATTATTTGATGATAGTTCTTCAGTGAACAATAATTTTGTTAAATTTTTCCCAAAATTTTCTATATTTGTTTTATACGAGTAGATTGTTCTTATATTGTTATTATCTGACAAATAAATTTTTAATTTGTCTAGAGATTTTGGTATATCATCTGTTAAAGATATTCTTTGCAACTTGTGAATTACAAGGATTTTCGCATGTAATTTTTAATTTATTCAAGTTTATCATTTCACTGATGAGATTGGTGTTAAACCAAAATGAATGGCAATCTATACTCAATACTTCAATAGATAATTTCGATGATATCAGAGTGTCAAATGATTTGTCATAACAACTTGAACCCAAACTTATGTGAACGTATTTTAGTTTATTTTGATCAGTGTAATCATCAGATTTTCCGCAAAATTTTTCGAGATTAGTTAAAGTTCTAATACAATTAACAGAAATTCCAGCTTTCAATGATTTCAATTGTGATAATTTATTTATGTTCTAATTGTGAGATATTTTAATTTGAGAGAATTAGATAAGAGGTTAACATAATTTTGTTGTTTTTCGTAAGAAATTTTTGAACCTCCGAAATTTAAACACAATTTCACAAGATTTTTAAAATTATGATGAAATAATTCAGCGACGTTTATTATATGATCTCAGATTCAAACCTTTTAATTTATCGTATATTAGATCGATTTCAGTTTGTGTATTAACTTTTTCAATAGTATTTAATTCTGATAACTTTGGACAATTATCAGAACATAGCACAATGGATTTTAAATTACTAAAAACTTTAAGTGTGTCAATGGATGGATTGCCATAATAGTATAATTTTGTGACGCTGGAGAAAAACTGAGAATTATTCAAAATAACTTCATCATCAATATTTCTGAGAGCGCGAGAATTTATTTGTTTGGGTTTTCAGATAAACTCTTTATTAAACAAAGAACAAGCAAATCTCAATTCCATTAATTCTTCCATTTCACAAAAAGAAAAAATATGAAAAATATAGTCCTCATTAAAAATTGGAGCAAACATACGCTAATTTGTATATTGGTTACAAATAAAAAAATTAATTAGTTATAAACATTTCAATTTTTTCTTAATTAGGTTTTCTTTATCAAATTTGGTGAACAAAAGTGCATAAAGATATTTTTAAGTTTTCTTGAATTTACTATTAAATCATCATGGAACCAATGTAAATTTATTTCAGACAATTCGAGATCCTGAATACAATCAGGTTCAACATTACAATTATTCAATGTCAATTTTTGAAGTTTTTTTAATTTATTTAATGATCTTATGATATGTTGGTTTTTAAAGTTAGATAACGATAATGTTGTCAAATTTTGCAAATTATTGTTGATTATGTGTGATGGAATACTGTAATGTATTTCTAAAGTTGTTAGATTTTTATTGTTCATTAAATTGTCCACATCTTTCGACGATATTTTGTTATAGGATATGAATTCTGTCAGATGTTTACCCAAATTCTCCACAATTACTCCTTCGTGAGCTATGATTGTACTAATTATATTATTGTTAGGTAAATATATTTTTATAGGAGCATTTCTAGAAATTTCATGATTACAGACAATTTTAAAATATTCGAGAGACAAAGGTAGACCACCAATTGGAGTTATTCCATTAAGTATAAGTTTCTTCAATTTGGTTAATTTTGATAAATCTATTTTTTCACCAAAATCTTCACAAGAAATTTGTAATTCCTTTAAATTTGTCAAATCACTAACAACTTTTAATTCGTTATGATTTTTTGCAGAAATATTTAATATCTCTAAAGAGTTTTTTAAATTATTGAGAGTTGATGCAAATTCATAAATATAACATTGATTATTATTATTTGTTAATATAACATTTTTAAGCTTATTGTTATTCGCGAACTCAACATAATCCCCCCAATATTTCTTAAGATTTACAAAATTTTTAACACATTTAACTTCACTTTCAAGAGTAAACAATGTTTTTAATTGTGAAAGTTCTTTGATACTATTATAACTGATTTTACTACAATGAACACTTAAAAATTCCAATGCGGTGAGACCATTTAAATTTATGTTAAAACCAGTTTCAATATTCAATTTTTTTAATTTCAGAGTGTTAGATATAACATCAATATAATTTTGTTGAATTTCGTGAGATATTTCTTTACTATCAAACTTCAACCTTAAATCAACAAGATTTTTGAAATTACAATGAAATAATTCAGTTGTCTTCGAAATTTTGTGAAATTTATGAAATTTTTTCAAATCTAATCCTTCGAATTTATCATATGTGACATCGGCCTTTGTGAATATTTCTACTTCCTCGATTGTAGATAATTCAGATAATTTTGGAATTTTAGTGTGATTCAAAGATATTGATTTAAGATTAGAAAAATATTTGAGACCTTTGAAGGTAAGAAAACTGCATTTATAATAATATATTTCGGTAATGTTAGAAAAAAAGCGAGAATTCTTTAAAACAATTTTATCGTCAATGTTTTTCAAATTGTTGATAAATATTTGTTTAGGCATTTGAATGAACACCTTATTGAACAAAGAACAAAATGATCTCATTTCCACTAATTCTTTCATTGTAAAGAATGAAAAAATGACGGAAATATAATCTTCATTAAGTAATGAAGCAAACATATTTAATAAAGAAAAGTTTAGAATAGAGTAAACAAATTATAAACATTTCAATTTTTTGAAAAAAATTTATTCTTTTGATCAACAATAAATGTGCCGATAAATGGACCAAGAAACGGACTAGTAAATACTGTCACTACAATTCCACTTATTGCAATGGTTTCTACTTCATTTGGATCCACAATATTTTTTAATTTATTGTATATTTTTCTAAACATTAATGATATAGTAAATTGAAATATAATCTGCCAACGGTTTAATATTTCATTTTTTTGGTAAAAATTGATGCTGGATTATATTAGATTATAAAAAATGAATAATGCAATAAATCTTAATAATATATGAAAAATTACTTGAGAAAATTTAATAACAGTGATTATTGTTATGAGAAAACAGAGAAAATTATTACAGATGAACATAATTTTGTTTTGGATTATGATATAACGGGACTAATATACTGTTTTGATGATTTATTTGAATATTCGTTTGATTGGATAGTATATGAAAATGAATATATATATATATATTGTAATCAGTATAACGTGTTTAAAAGTAAAATATATCAAAAAAATACATATGTTTTTATTAATTTGTGCGAATATATGGAAAGGTAAATGTGTTTGACTAAGAATAATATTGTAAAACTGATTAATAAAAAAGCAAAATGTAACCATGTTTATCACCGGAAATTATATCTTCACATAGATTGCCAACCAAAGAATATAATCAAGAATGAATTTATAAACAAAATTGTTGGTATCCCTATAATTCCAAAAAAATTCACAAACATAACTATAATAACGGACCCGAGTAATAATGACCCATATAACCAAATTTATCCAGAATATACGAAATTGAATTGTGTAAAATTTGCAGTAAACAGAGAAAATGTCGGAGGTGAATTTATAAGAATACGGCATCATAAAGACATTATTAAATATTTATTTGTTCCATTAAGATATGGAATAGATAGTTTACATAAAATAAATTTCAAAATAGTCTTAGATTGTCATTGTGGATCGGATTTGAGATGGGACAAACAATTTATAGCAAATATGTGTGAATTGCATATCAGTAATCATATTTATAACCATACTCAGATTGTGCAATACAAAGACACTCTATGTGCAAAAATTAATTTTATAAAGTTATTTGGTTATATAAATATGAAGCAGTTACCATTTAATACCGATTATCTTAAATTTGAGGATGATAATATTGATCACATTTATGTTGGTATGACTGCATCTGTACCTTATGACACAGAACGTAAAACAAATTTGTGTAAAAATATATAGATCAGAAAATTTAAGTAAAAATTTGCAGGAAGAACATATATTTGGAGAAAGTTTTTGTCACCAGATAAAAATGTATGATTATGATGAAATTATTATACCCAGCCAAACAGAAGACTATCAATACATTTTAAGGAAAAGTAAATATTGCAGACATATTATAGTTAAAATAGAAAAAATAGATCCTCAAAATCTAACAATTTCATTGTTTGGCAATGAAACTATTTTATTTTCTGGTACAGGTTTTGAAATCGTCAATTTGTTTTTAAATCTTTCGAATATAAAATTACCTAAAAACTATTATCTGTGTGATCTTCAAGGAACATCAGTTACAGGATTAAAATGTCAAGATTTTGTTAAATTGAAAATAAATATAAGAGAGCAGCATCCTGATATAAATTGTAGAATAACATATTTTAACGAAAATATAACACATACGTCGGCAGGTATATCAATGATAGCCTATAGTGCTTAAATAATAAAAAAAATTTTTTATTCGTTTAAAGTTAATAGCAATTGACCATATCTTTCTGAATTAGTTACACTCAAATAAGATTGCAAAATACTGTCCATTTGACTGGAAGTATATAATTGAGTAACAGGTAATAAGAATTTAGCCATGTCTTGAGGAGAAATAATATTTGCACCACCAATCACTGCCATTCTAATTTGTTCGAATGTAGTTGTCTGTTGTGTGAGATCCCTAGTTCTGTTGACCAAAAACTCGTTAGAATAATGGTCACAAATAGGTTCAGAATATTCAGTTTCAACTTCATTGTTATATTTAAGATAACTAGCAAAGGCTTTTCTGGAGAATCTGTACATATTGAGACCTTTCTTTAATCTACTGATCAAATCAGTTTCAGACATAATAGCAAAGTATTTGGATTTAAGAAGAGAGAAATTTTCTAATTGCTCATCAATGTCCTTAACCCATTTTTTGTGAAGATTGTCATTGAGAGGTTGAAGCAATTCCAAAGACATATTTTTACTTCTTAAAAGTGTTGGCTCGATCACAAATGTTACGATACTCATTAGGGGAATTAACGAATTCGATTCTGTTGTGCTGTTCCAATTGGTAGATCCCATTTTTGAGACAATATTCCAAACAAGAGAAACTCGGTACTTATCTTCCATGGTAAAGATGTTAAAGCATGATTCTCCATTATAAACCGTGAATTTACCAATTACTAAAGAGAGAATAGTAATTAAAACAATTAGAGTTACAGTACGATTGTTCATTTTGATTATGATTCCTAATATATAACCTGGTTGTTCAATGGTTTTTTTATTTCAATTTTTTTTAATTGACAAAAATTGAAATGAGCACTCTCTACAATCATCATTAAAAGAAGTATATATACAAAATGGTAACATTTTTAGAATTTCAAAAGATTGCATCAGAAGAAAGTTCAGTTGCAGCAAACTTGTGTTTGACCAACAATAATGAGTCAATCAAATTATATTTTCCCCATCAATATCTGATGTTAATGGATAAGAATCAGTATTTACGAACAATACAGTCACAAGAATATAAAGAAACAAAAGTATACACAATATTTTTACTAGAAGAGGAACATATAGATAAAATCAAATCTTGTTTGGAAGATATTTATCAATATTATTTAGATCCATCATACAAACCAAAGCATTTCAAATATTTTGAAGAATACTCTAAGATATTATTTGTATCTAGATTCAGCGACTTGAAATTATCAAATTTATATACAATATGGCGTCCTTTGAATAATATAATAAAAGAAACAGAAGAATATGTGAACAATGATGAGGATGAAGATAATGTTACAGCTTTATCACAGGAAGATATACCCATAGAAGTCAGAAACAATATGGGACTTTTAAAAACTTTGGTTTGTACATTGTTTGCGTTGTTCGGGGAAGATATGGAAATAACTACAACTATGGAAATATTCGAACGCATTGGAATCCAGACTTGTAAAAAATTAGAATTGTTTAAAATACTTAATAACATTCACGCTGCTGAATATATCAGTGATTTGAAATATTGTATTTTGTGCATTGACGTGCTACTGAATATAAACTATATTATTTTTGAAAAATATTCATTAAAAGCAGAGAAAAATGAAGATAAAGTATTAATAAAAATTTCAGAAGACCAAGAAAATTGGAAAATTGTTAAAACTATAAAATATGAACAATATGATCTATTATGTTATAATAATGGTGTTTGTTCGTTTATTTATTAAAATTGAAAATTAATATTTTTGTTTATTGGATTAAGAAAAAATCATAATAAAAATGTTGTCTAAACAGGCTATATTGAGAATATGCTTTTTGGTAGGGGCATAATATGAAATTGTCAAAAGACAAATTTAAATCTGCCTGATTAGTTGATATATAACATTATTTTGGATGGCAAACAAAATGGAAGTGGTCAATGTATGAATGATGTTATACTGACCATTCGGAACGTGACCAAATAGTATCACAAAAAAATAGTAGAGTAAAAATTGATTTAAATCTTTCCAAAACAACAGAAGATAGATTACGGCAATGATCTTGATAATATTGACAAATATAAAACTTGACATCATTGGAGACAAAAAACTAGAAAAAAAATATTTTGAAAAATATAGTAAAATGCTGGATCAATATGTAAGTGTTCTATATAACAAACAGCCACGATTATTAGATAATATGAAAAAAATGTATATGATAATCAATTAGTATATTCTGTTTGTCGCATGGAGCTTAAAAATAATTTTGTAAATCAGAAAACAGTGATTATATTTACGTGATTGGCAGTTGTTCATTATCAAATGATAAGTTAAATATGTTGTATAGAGAACGTATTGGACATAAGAACATACATATAGATAGGTTTATGATAATAGCATAAATGACGTCTTTATGCTTGATTCGATTGAAGGTACTCCTGTAATTAATATAATTGATGGTAAATTAATTGGTTTAGTTCTTGATGCCAAACATATTGTATTTCCTGAAGATGACCTTTCATCTTAAATTTATTTATTTATCCTATTATAATAATTAATAATATTGATTTTTTAGGATATTTTAGCTGGCTAATTACCGCGCAATAAATATAGTCCTATCAAAATAATGAGTAAAAAGTTGAAATAAATTTTTATAGAATAGTTAAATTAGGAAAAAGCCAAAAACTTATGTTCATAAAATTAATAAAATCATATGAAGATTATCTTAACAAACATAATGGTACTGAGAAAGAAATACTATTAGACGATTTTCCTTATCAAGTACATGATTCTTATATTACTACAGAATGCTGGAAATATAAAGATGAACTCAAAAAAAGAAATTCTAGTTGGACATTTGTATGTAAACGAAGTCCTTTTTATTTGGATGATGATGACCGTCCAATCATCGGATTGTATGCCAGTAAAAATAAGGAATAAAATTATAATTAGTTACCTATTTGCTAATTACTTTTTTAACTGTCAGCGCCATTGTTCATACGAAGTATTGTGAATGGCGTTTAGTTTATTATTGGTGCAAAACTATTGTTGTTTATGGTGACTAAAATAAGGATAATAATATTGGTAGAGTCATCAATATTATGGTTGGTATTTATCACAGCATAATGTAAATAGTTTTGCGGATTAGAATGTAATTAGGTGATAAAATATATTTAAATGAGATACTTAATTACTTTTTTTAACCGCCGACTGCCCGTACGAAGTATTTGTGAATAGCGTTTAATATATTATTGATGCAAAACTAATGTTATTTATGATGATCAAAATAAGGACAATAATATTGGTAGAATTGTCAATATTATGGTTAGTATTTGTTTATGGCATAATGTAAATAGTTTTGTGATTTAAAATGTAATCAGCTGACGTATTTAATTGTTTTAACTTTATTGCTTTTTTTAATTATCATTTGTGATGACTAAATAAATAAAGAACATCTATTTCGATATAGATAAACTATCCATAAGTTACCACTATACTGTTAGCATTACGTGTCCTTGCATTGTCAAATAATGTGACTTTTCTTTTGAGCATAATTTTTGCAGCATCTATATAATTTTTATGCGCATCATCATGACTGATATTACTATTAACTATCATATCATACCTTCTAGTGTTAAAAAGATATTCAACCAAACTTTTACATACACAATATTCATTCCAATCACATTCTACAATAAATTCGCCGTGACCTTTTTCTATAAAGTATTTTGTAACCACATCATCATCGATTACGTTGTAAAAAATACGTTTTTTTAATGCATCACAATCAGGTAATTTTGCTCCTCTATCTATTAATGACAAACAATATTTTCCAATCATTCCATAATCTCCTAACACTCTATATAAAGTATTATTATTATTTGATTCATTATTTATTGGTATGTAATGTGCTATTAAATGTCTCATCATATTTGATACATGAATACCGTATAATTTCATATCGTTCAAGAGGTGTTTATTATTATCATCATAAAACATGCACCCATATTTTAATAAAGTTTCTAAAGTTTCAATATTATAATTCTTTATTGCAATTATAATTGGATTGTATTCTTTATCTTTCATTATTTCTGCACCATATTCCAAGAGAATCTTTACAACATCTGATCGTTTTGTGTTTATTGCCAAATTAAGAGATGAATATTCTTTATCATTTATTATTTCTGCACCATATTCCAAGAGAATCTTTACAACATTAAATTGCTTAGTTTTTATGGCCAAATTAAGAGACGAATATTCTTTATCATTTATCATTTTCGCACCATATTTCAAGAGAATCTTTACAACATCTAATTGTTTAGTTTTTATGGCTAAATTAAGAGACGACCATATTTTATCATTTATTATTTTTGCACCATATTCCAAGAGAATCTTTACAATTTTTAATTTAGGTATTGCATAGTTAATAATTGAGTGTTCATTATTTATAATTTCAATATTATTATCAAGTAAATATTTAACAACTTCCAGATTTCTACAAGAAACTGCTAATCGTAGACATTCTTGTGGTTTACTAGATATTTCTTCTTTAGCTTTCAAACACTCCAAAAAAGATTTAATAAATTCTATATTTTTTAATTTTGTCATCACTGTTATCAGTTGTTGTGCTGGTAGTAAGGATATCAATGTTTTTAATTCTTCAAATTTGTCATTTTCCTCCAAATATAACAATATTTTCTCGTTGGTTAATGAAAAATAGTCTTTATCTTTATTTATATTTTTATTTGCTAATATTCCGTTTAATACAATTTCGAACATTTGAACATTGGAACATTTAGCTACTAACCATATAATATCATAGTAATTATTATCAGATATTAGATAGCCTTTTAAAAATAAATATTTAATTAATTGTAAATTATTGTTTTTTATGGCACTCGAAATAGGTTCATAAGATTTAGATTCTTTATATTTTATTGTAAATTTTGTTTTATCTATCATATATTTGTTTATTTCCAAATTATCATCATTTTGTGACATCGTTATTATTTCAGGATCAATGTTAAACTTTTCATTGTCGAAAAAATTATCTATTAAGATTTTTACTCCATCATAAAACTTATTCTTCAGTCCAATTAATACCAAAGAATTTAGGTCGCTTTTATCAATTATATCGATACTTTTTATTAATGACTCTAATATTTCGCCAAATTGTAATGTTAATGCATACTTAATTGATTGTATAAGTATACTTTTTTCAATTGAATTTATATCATTCAATATAATTTTTACTAGGTCCGAGTTTTTTGTGTGTAATGCTATATACAACGAATTATTGATATTATCATTTTTGTTTAGAATAAAACCATTTTGAACTAATTCTTTACACATGTTGATATTTTGTTGTTTTATTGCATAGTTAACATATTGAAAACAGTCTTTTGGTAAATTTCGTATGTAATTATAATTATTTGATCTTATTGCGTATTTTGCTCTGTCAAATTTACTATATAATCGATATAGTTCTTTTATTAACATTAGAATTGGTGATCTAAAATGCGTTAATGTTAACGTCAATATTAATGTCAATACCAAAAAATACATTAGGGGGAACATTATATTTGTAATATTTTAATAATAACTATAGCCAATAATTATATTCAATTTTTTTGATTCTAAAAGTTGAAAAATAAACATTTAATTAAGTAAAATTTGATAAGAAATATAAAATGAACATAATAAATAATTTATCCGAAAATGAAAGAAGATCTTTGAAAATCAATCTGCTATTTGAAACTTTATTAGACAATGAACATATTTACAGTATATTGCTCACCGATAATAGTATTGGTTGTGCCTTAAAAAAATTATTATTTGATCAATTAATTATTCTACACAATGACAAAAAAAATTTTCCTTGCGTAAACACCGAAAAATGGTTGAATAAAATGATGAAAGTACCGATGGAAAATAGTACCTGTGCGGAAACAAAAATAAAAAATACTTTAGCTCTCTATGAAGGATTGCTAAAAAACCATTTGGATTTTATTTTTTCTCCTTCTGGTTTTAATGAATTGTTATTAATTTTTGATAATTTATGTAAATATATGGCACAACACAAATGGTATCTGGATATTAAATACAAAGAGAATGGGGGGACACCGCTGTTACTTAATTTAAAGAATCAATTAATTGCCATGGAATCCGTTTTAACGCCAGAGCAATTGGCAATGTTCAATCCTTCAGAATATTACGAGTTGTTTCCTAAAAATTGAAAAGTATAATATTTGAATATATTTATTTATTTTACTAATATCATTATGTCATACAATACTATAAATGGAATTGATCTCAAATCTTTGGACATTAACTCTGTTTTGGAATTAATTCTGAACGATAGTTCTTCAAATTATGACACTAAAACAATTTTTGATTTGTTGGTACATTTTAATAATAACAAAACATTATTTTCATCCGTTGACACACAAAAATGGCTATTAAAGATCATTAATCAACCACTAGAAAATGGTATCAGCATAAAAAAACAAGTAGTTGACATAATAAAAACATATTTACTTGTATTAGCAAAACTTGATGATAAAAACCAAAAAATATTAATAGCCGATAATCTTTTTAAATATGTGGTACAAAACAAATGGTTTTTGGATGTTTCTTCTGATTTTTCTTCAGTAATAAAAAATAAATTAGAAGAATTTGAGAAAGACAATTTAACTCCAATTCAATTAATGATCTTTAATCCACACGAATACCACAAATCATTGTTTGGTTGATTGCTAAAAAATTGATAATTTTATTTATAAATAATGTTAATAATTAATTTGTCATAAATTATGTCAACAAATAGCAAAAAGGTTAAAATTAGTTTTCAAGATGATGAAAGAGAGTATATTGCGAGTGAAGATGATATAAAAAATATTCCGTATCTTCAAGCAAATTTAAATTTTAATAAATCTAGCAATAAGGATAATTTAGAACAAATACATATTGATTTTACAACTTTTGATGAATTTATGATGATTATTAACACAGTGAAAGAAGGCAAAATAAATATCAGGAATATCATAGAACCGGCTTTATCGTTATATTTTGATAATGCTGATTATTATGGGGTATTATCCAAGAAATTTAGTAAACCATTAATGAGATTTATAAATAACCAAATGAGAGGTATTTGTGACGATGCTTGTAAAAATATTGTTGATCTTCAAAAATTTATTCACAATAAGGAAAAAAATATTGTTTCAATCAAGCCTGTAATATTCGATTATCTCGTTACAACAACATTGGAATACGATAATATATTGCCATTTTATTCCTTTTTGGACAATATATACGTTGGTTATGTTCCATATCCTATTAAAGTACTATTAGGAGAAATCAGCATTAATGATTTTACTGATTTTAATGGCAAAATAAACAAAATATTATTGACTACATTTGCAATTAACTTTCAATCCATAATTGGCGCAAAAATGTTATTTGAAAAGATTGATTACAAAACATGGTCATTTATGCACGTAGCATCATATTTGCACCAAATTATTCAGAATGTTGGTGAAGAGTATGTTAGACAACTTCATGGGAGTTATTATTTTTCAATGAATAAAGAAAACGCTAAAATTTTCACAAAATATTCGAAGTTGTTTTGTAATGACAAGTTGTTTTACTCTAATGAAATATTTGAAAAAGGGTTTGATCAAAACAATTACGTTAACAGTATAAAGAAAAAATATAAGTTCAATGAAAATTTTGATTACAAATCTTTTATTTTTGACAAATATTTTGAACAAATGCTATTCAACAAGAAAAAATATGATTTTAAAAACAATGATTTTTTCTATATGTCAAAAAAAGATATGAGTGTTTTTAATGATAGAGAAAAATATATAAAAATAATAAATAATTATATCAAAGAACATATTGCTGATTCCCGTTCTCTAGTTGTTGGATTTATAAAAGTCAATTAAATGTTATCAAAATTAATCAAATCTTCTGGTTTTTTAAGGCAATTCTCAAAAAATAAATCAGCTTTATTATTTATATTTTTGTATAACCAGTTATTACAATATGCAATCTGGTGACTGTCCATTATTTTATCATCACCTATCATATACATATTGGTGTTATAAGTTTTGGTTTCCCACATTGTGTAAAATTCAATTGCACATTTTGATTTAAATAGTTCATTTATATCATATTTTTCAATAAATTTATATGAACACAATTTTTCATAATTAATGACATAAAAATTGGCTTTGTAATTGTGACAAAGAGTCGTCACGCTTACTATTTTATTGTCAGAACCCAAAGATATTTCTTGACATGGTATTACATATAATTTTTCTTTCGTTATTTGATTAATGTATTCTGACTTTAAATTTGTTTCCATAATATTAAAACCAGAAGATAATGCTCTATTCAACTGACTTTCAAGATTATTTTTCTCATCATCGGGATAAATCACGGTGGTTGGAGTCAATATATAATTACTTTTTTCGTATCTTACATTAAAAGTTGTATCTTTGATGGCGCGTTTTATAATTTCATCTTTATGTTGTTCAATAAATTGTTGGTATGATTCATCATAGTACTTACATGTAAATAGTCTACTGTTTTTTTCAAAAATATGGTTCATTATTGCATTTATAAAATTATAACAAGAGGTGACAATGAGTTTATTTGTCAATTTTTTGGAAAAAATTGATAAACACAAAATCTGAACTTAGAATTAATAAACCAGATAAAACAATGAATTACATATTTAGTTTCAAATCAAATGACAATAAGACTCTAAATATTATCTGCAACGAAGCAGATTGTCTAAAAGCTAAAGCGACTGATTATATTAAATTTCCTTTTTTTGAGAATTTATTGGAAACTATAGATAATGAACCAAACTTTAAAATAAATGATGTATCGTATCATTTGATAACACTTACTATGAATTTTTCTTTTTCTGAACTTTATCAATTCTTTTGTTCAAAAGACTACAATATTGACACAGTTAAATTGATGTTATATTTTGGTCATCCGAATGTAACAAGTAAAATGTGGTATTGTATGACATCTGATCTAAAGAAAATTAACGAGAAAGCTGATGTGTATAGAATTTATTTTGAAAGTTTTCCGGATATTTATAGAGGATTTAAATCATTAAATAATATTTTTTACAATAAAGATAAAGAAATTTTTGAATACAATATGTCGCGCAAATATGATTATCAAATGTTGCGTGAAAATTCGTGTGCTCGATATGACAATGCAATAGTCATTAATGTTCCAATGGTTATTAGCAAAGAATATGTTAATTGTTCTAATGATAAACATACTGACAACGAGATAACTGATGAGTCTAACAATAACAACTCTACTAACAATACTGTTTTTAAATTATTTCACGAGCATGAAATAGATCCCCAAAAAGTGAAAGAAAATCTGAATTTTTTCACAGTGAAATTATATGATACAGATATCGTTTTATATTTGAGTGATTTTAGTGAAGGTACTTCTTATTATTTGGATAAATATGTCACATATAATGTTTATTTGGAAACAAATAAAAAATATAAAGTGGAGAAAGTAAAATTAAAAGATTATATTCTGGAGCATTCGGAAATAGAACCTCGGTCATATAGTAATAATCATCATAATTATAATTTGCAGGAAAGACCGAATGGTAATGATTTCTATTATGGTCGTTATTATAATCAATTCATTATATGGCTCTAAACATTAAACTATATAACTCTTTTTCAAATTGTCCAAAAGAATCATCCATCAGATTATTTAAACTTAATTCCAAAGCCAATTCGATAATTTTTGATGTTGGAATGCAAATTTTTTCAGGCAAAATTATTGAAAGTTCTTTACCGAAATAGAATTTACTAATATCTTGAATAGTATTTCCATCTATATAATCGATATGAACAGGAGTAAGTTTACCTGGTCTGAACAATTCTGGACATATTTGGAATATTTATTCAAAATTGTTTGTAGTTGCCATAATTATTGATCCGTTCAATTGTACAGGACCTTGGAATAATTCGAACAAATCGCGGACTATCAAATTATTTTGTTTGTTTTCATTGATTCGTGACGGTTTTTTGTTAGAAACTTCGACAGATTGTTTATATTTTTCTTTTTCTAACATTTCACTATTATAAATCTCTTTGACACCCAAATCAAATTCTTCAAATAATAATATATATTCATTGTATTTTAATATTTTATTACCTAAATTTGGACATTGTACCATTTGATATAAATTTGCTTTGTCGTCATAAAAATCACTAATATCCAGAGAAAACAATATGTCTTTGAAATGCCCACACGCAAAGCAAATGTTGATTTACCTGTTCCTGGATGACCATATAACAGTATATTCAATATCGGAGGCTGTCCTTTTTCAATTATTTTCTGTTGATCGAAATGTATGGTTTTTATTGTGCTCCATAATCTATCTTTTTTTTGATGGAAAAAAGTGTCCATATATTTTTTCTCTAAAATTTCTAAATTAGTTTTTTTATCCTTATAATAAGTAAGTTCATGATGAAAAAGATCTTTGTCGTTTTCTCCAATAATTTTAATATAATCAAGCGTAAATATGTTCCTCTGATAATTCATATAATCTGACATATTTTAGTATGTATTTTAAGAAAGTATTTGGTGTGATTTGGTATTTTTCCAAATATACATCAACATATATATGTACAACTTCTGTTTCATTGACTTATACACAGATTTACTATTAGGCACAGTAGTTATGTTTTTCTTACGATTTTTTAAACTTTTTCTGAATACAACGTATCCTCTCACAATAACATCATTAAAATCATTATTATTTTTATTGTAATCCAAGAATTTTTTTATATTGTCAGTGTTATGTTCGAAATATATTTTGACGTTATCGTCCATATAAATAGCAGACTTTATTTGCATTTTAGTATCCAGATCATCAAAATCACCAATATCAATATTAGTATAATTGCTAATACATTTTGAATATTGCAAAAAGTTTACTAAATTATTAACTTTTGTTGGATTTTTCAATGTTACTCTTATATAACAATCTTCCTTTTTTTAAATATTCTTGCATAATAAATAATACAAAGAATAGACATAAATATAATCAAATAGTTGACGTTAATATAATCAACATTGATGTAATCCATGAATTTTCCATAATGATAATCTTTTAAATTTCTAAAGTAAAAGCAAAAATTGGCGCACAATAAATATTGTTCAAATTCATTTTAGTAGTTATTGTGCTTGCCACAATGCTGACAAGCACAGTTATCTTATCCATTATAAAATTAGATATAAGTAGAATATATTTTATAATATTACAATATAAACAAAAATTTAACTTTTTATGAGATTATTATAATATATATCTTCGACCGCTGACAAATCGATTACGCATGTAGTGCCCTTAATACCACAAATATTACGAAATTCAAATAAAATATTTTTGCTGTTGTACAAGAATATGTATTTTTCATAATTTGTATAATTATCTTTATTTAAAGTATACATTGCACTCCAAATTTTGTATCTTATGTTACCTAATTTAATTAACTTCGCATCACTTTTCATAACATTTGTAACAAAATCATTGTACCAATGTTTATTGGAACAGTCTATTTGGCAAAAAACAGTGTCGTTTCTCGTTAAATCTTCAAATTTATCAATGTGTCCAGCATAAATGACAAAATTTTTAACTTTTTGAATTGACTTTTTAGTGTTAAATAATCTTTTAATATAATTCATTATAATTGTTTGATAATTATCCAAGTTTTTATGAATTAAAAAATCAATTTTTTGGTAAAATTTGATTTATAAACATAATAGCATATATAACATAAAAAAAATATAAAATGGAATTGTGTAATGATATTTTAAATTTAATAGCCCACTATTTACCACTCAAAGATATTATAAAAATGTGCAATTTAAAAAAGAATTTTATGGATCTACATTTGGAACATTATGTTTGTGACAATTATAATGAATCATTTATAAGAAAATACGCTAATTATCTACAAAAAATTGTGATGACTAAAAAGCAAAAAAATACTGTTAACAATAATTTATTACTCGATCTCAAATATCTCCAGCATATCAGTTTAACAGAAAACAATCAAATAACAGATGAAGGATTACGCAATTTAAAAGGAATTAATTTTTTTGAAATGCGCTGTGGATCATGTTCTGATGTACCAGGAGAACATGATATTCACTGTCAGGATACAATAACTGATACTGGTTTAAAATATTTCAGAGGAATTCATACTTTAGAACTTGCCTGTAATAATTGTATCACTGACAAAGGTTTGGAACATTTAAAAGGTATTCACACTCTGAACTTAAGTAATAATAATAATATAACAGACGAAGGATTAAAATATTTGAAAGGTATCCACACTCTGAACTTAAGTATTAATAGTAATATAACAGATGAAGGATTAAAATATTTAACGGGAATTCATACTTTGGACATACGTGAAGGATTTCGTATCACAGACGAAGGATTAAAATATTTGAAAGGTATCCACACTTTGAACATTTGTTTTAATAATAATATTACAGATGAAGGTTTAAAACATTTAACAGGTATTAATACTTTATATGTTGGTGGTTATATAACGGACGAAGGATTAAAATATTTAAGTGGTGTGCATACTTTAAATCTGAATCATAACAATAATAATAACATAAGCGATGAAGGATTAAAACATTTAAAAGGTATTCACAAATTATGTATGTGTGGTCATCATGTGACTGATAAAGGATTAAAATATTTAAAAGGTATTCATACGTTGCGATTGTATCGGAATGGTAATATAACCGATAAAGGATTAAAATATTTAAAAGGTATTCATACTTTGCGTCTAAGTGGCAACAATAGTATTACCAATGGAGGATTAAAACATTTGAAAGGTATTCACACTTTGTATTTAGATTGTAATGATAAAATTTCAGACAATGGATTGAAATATTTGGAAGGTGTTCAAGTTTTATGTTTCACCGGAAATAAAAATATCACTGATGAAGAACTAAAACATTTAAAAGGAATTCAGAGTTTGTATTTAATATATGATAATATTACTGACCAAGGTTTAAAATATTTAGAAAGTATCCAGAATTTGTGTATGGAATATAATAAAAATATCACAGATGAAGGATTAAAATTCTTAAAAAATGTTAAGACTATTGATTTGCCAAAGAACAATAATATAACTAAAAAGGGATTAAAATATTTAAAAAGCGTTGAATTTTTCAATTTTGGATTATCATATTCATGGTTATAAAAAATTGATCTTTTATTTATTTGATCCAATATAAACAAAATAACACTAAAATATGAAATTATGCAACGATGTTTTAAATATAATAGCAAACTATTTACCTTTAAGAGATGCAATCAAAATGTCCAATTTAAAAAAGAATTTTATGGATTTACATATGGAACATTATACTTTTGATAAATATAATGGATCGTTTATAATGAAACATGCGAATTACCTTAAAAGAATTGAGATTGAGAATAACAGAAAGTTAATTAAAATGTTTGTGGATAGCAATTCATTCTCACAAAAAATAAAGTATCTCAATTTGGATAATAAGAATATGACAGATAAGTATCTGGGGCGTTTCAAAAGTATTTATATTCATACTTTGCGTGTATGTTATGGTGATTATATCACTAACAAAGGGTTAAAACATCTAAAAGACATTCATACTTTGTGCTTGAATAGTAATAGAAGCATTACCGATGAAGGATTAAAATATCTAAAGAATATTCATACTTTGTGTTTGCGTGGTAATAAAAATATCACCGATGAAGGATTAAAACATTTAAAAGGCATTCACACTTTAGACTTGAGTTCCAATAATAATATAACTGACGAAGGATTGGAATATCTTAAGGGCATCCACACTTTGAACTTGTATCACAATAAAAATATCACCGATGAAGGATTAAAACATTTGAAAGGTATTCATACTTTGGACTTGAGTTCTAATAAAAATATCACCGATGAAGGATTAAAACATTTGAAAGGTATTCACACTTTAGACTTGAGTTCCAATAATAATATAACTGACGAAGGATTGGAATATCTTAAGGGCATCCACACTTTGAACTTGTATCATAATAAAAATATTACAGACAGAGGATTGGAATATTTGGAAGGTATCTACGAATTGCATCTACATCATAATAAAAACATTACTGATGAAAAACTGAAACATCTGAATGTTACACTTAATAATTATAATTTTTAAAAAGTGCCTAGAAAAACAATAGCTTAAATATGAAAAATTGATTTATAAATACTCTAATAAATTGTAATTGCCAAAATTCAAATATGAAATTATGCAACGATGTTTTAAATATAATAGCAAACTATCTACCATTAAAAGATGCCATTAGAATGTCTAATTTAAAAAAAAATTTTATGAATTTGCATATGGAACATTATGTCTGTAATAAATATAATGAATCATTTATAAAGAAACATATCGGGTATCTTAAAAAAATCGAAATAGATAATAAGGAAAATTCTCTAAATGATAGTATGTTAGAATATTTTAGTAATCTTCATACATTATTTCTGAACTGTAATGGAACAATTACAGACAATGGTATAAAGCATCTAACGGGTATTAAAAAATTAATTTTATTTGGCAATACACCAATCACAGACAAAAGTTTAGAGTACTTGAAAGGTGTTAGTACTTTTACAGTTTTAGATTCAAATATATCAAACGAAGGATTAAAGTATTTAAGGGGAATAAATATTTTGATATTTAATTCTCGCCAAACTATTACTGATGATGGATTAAAATATTTAACAGGAATTCATTCTCTATTCATTTTTTCTCACACAGAAATAACCGACGAAGGATTAAAATATCTAAAGGGAATTAAAAAATTATACTTGCTCAGTAAAAATATAACCAAAAAAGGATTAAAATATTTAACTGATGCCGAAAGTATTTGGTTAAATGGATTTCGAGAAGTGTAAAAATATGATAATTTCTGAAATAAACAAAATTAATTAACTGGAATTGTACTTTTATTGTCGAGCATATTGTATAATCCACATTGATAACTATAACAACATCGCTGGGAATCTATTATGGTGAGATTGCATAACTCCTCAATTATCTTTTCATAGTCTTTATCTGAATTTAATTGTAATAGATGATCCATTATAATTGTCCATGTCACACATGAACCTTCATCGAAACTAGCTGATAACATATTTGAGTTTGGTATAAATTTATAAAAGTTATTATCTTCCACAAATATTAGATTTTCTGAAATCAATTTAGTGTATTGCTTCATAAAATCATTAATAATTGATTTGCACGGTCCAATATGATTGTTTGTTAAAAATGATAGTTCGTTAAAGGTCAACTCTATGTCATCAAAAACACTCCTTGGAATGTTGCCACCTCTTTGATTATTTGATGATTTGCTGAAATCATTGTGCATTTTTTCAAAATATCTTGGTTTTCCATTTGGATCGAAAAAATATGCTCTTCTTAAATATTTGTCTATCACATACAAACCAATATGACCAGATGATTTTTCCGATGCTGTTATCCTATAATTACCATTTAATAGAATTGGTAGACAAACATATCTGTTCACATTCATGTCCAAATAATTATATATTTCTCTCGGATTTTTGATTGCCCCCATTATAATATATTTATCCACGTTAGCCACTGTGTCTTTATCCTTTATCTCAAAAGAATATACACTATCTGATAATAAAGCATAATTGTCTCCACAAACATCAAAAACTTCTTCACTAATCCATGTACACATTAAATAATTGTTTTTGCATGATACTCCTGAGCTTAATTCTACTAGTTTGTTTTTAATTGGAAAAAATAACATTTGAGTATCGTTAACATCATTGAGATAATCCATACTTGCATCATTTAAAACATTTTTATAAATCGCATTTCTAAGTTTTTTCTCATTTGTCATAACAGCATAATATTTATCTTTAGTCAGATTTTCATTGCACAATGCCACTGTTTCTAATTGACTGATTAAATTCGACATTTTAATATATAAAAAAGTGGTATGATATCTCTTCAATTAAACAACAATTCAATTTTTTACATCAATACATTTGTTGAAGATTCGACATCCATTTTAACTTCTTTGTAAGTGTCAAGCATATTGTATAATCCACATTGATAACTATAACAAAATCTCTGAGAATCCATTATTGTGAGTCTGCATAATTCTTCAATAATTATATCATAATTTTTGTCTGAATTTACCTGTAATAAATGATCCATTATTATTGTCCAGGTCACACATGAACCCGTGTCAAAATTTTCTGATAATAAATTTGAATTTGGTATAAATTTATAAAAGTCGTTGTCTTCTACAAATGTTAAATCTTTGGAAATTAATTTTGTATATTGTTTCATAAATTCGTTTATAATTGTTTTAGATGTTTGGCTGTGATGATTTGTCAAAAATGCTAGTTCATTGTATGTCAGACTTATATCGTCCACAATATCACTATTCACTTTCATAAAATTGTCTGAAGAGTCTAAAATTCCAAATTTACTTCTTATATTCTCAAAATATTTGGGGCAGCCATTTGGATCGAAAAAATATGTTTTTTTTAATATTTTGTCTATAATGTACAAACCCATATGATGAGATGGATTTACATTTGCATTGACTTTGTAATTTCCCTTTAAACCGATTTGTAAAGTAACGTATCTACTAGAACTTTTATTTATATAATCACACATTTTTTTTGGATTCTTCATTTGACTGATCATCAAATATTTATCCATACTGGTAATAGTATTCTTGTCCTTTACTTCATTATATTGTATACTGTCAAGTAACAGACAATAATCATTTCCACATTCTTTAAAAACTTCTTCACTTATCCATGTGCACATGATATAATTCTCAAAGATACTACTCGAACCTTTTAATCTTAATTTGTTTTCTGTTGGAAAATATATCATTAATCTACTGTCTACATTCTCCAATTTAGCAGCATTGTCATTATTTAAAATATGTTTATATATTATATTCCTCAATTTATTTCCTTGTGTTTTGACTGCTATATATTTGTCTTTTGTTAGTGTTTCGTTGTACAATGTTACTGTTTCTAATTGATTAATTAGTCTTGACATTAATAATTTACAATATTAGATTAATTGTTTCTGATAATTGGAAAACAATTCAACTTTTTCATTTGAATTTTAAAACCTGATTAACTTTTACGTAGTCTATTGTGTATCAGAATCTTCTTCTAAATAAATAAATTAACATTTATATTTGTCGGCAACTTCGTCCCATTTAAAATTTGAATACTCATATTTGTCCTCATTATCTAAAGTACTAGCCTGTCCTCTTGCAAATGGTTTCATCTGTCAAATCAGTCATTTGACGATATCCTTCACCAGGTCTATAACTCTTACGATACATTTCATATAATCTTGCTTTGTCAATTGTGACAACTTTTACACTATTAAATTTTTTATTTGTATATGTATTACTCCAATACAAACCATCATCTTGACCAAAATCATGACAATCATGACCATTAGAAAACAAAAAATCTTCATACATTTTTTTTTCATCTTTATCATTATGGGCAATATCCACTCTTGTTACTGTGTTTGGATCACATACAAATTTAGCCTCTTTACCTACCATTTTAACACAATCGGTAAAAGTTTTACCAATTAAAATATTGTAATTTTGGGCAGCCAAATTTACCAATTTATTTAAAAATAACTATTTATGTAAATATTTTGAATTTGAAGAATTGTCCATTTTTATAATATTCATCTTAATTAATATTTGCCTAATAGTTTTTTTTCAATTTTTACTAATCAAAAATATGTGAATGATCATTGAACAGTGCAAAACATTTAAATAGTTGAAATTTATTAATTAGTAATAAGCAATGCATTTAAGAAATCTTAAGATTAAAAATATGTTTATATTTCCTGATTTGAATATTGAATTTAAATCAAAAAATATTATTTTAGGTACTAATGGATCAGGTAAAACAACAGTATTGAATATTATAAATAGTTTATTTAATTGTTTATTGGATAAAAGTTATGAAAAAGAAAGATCGTTGAAATTTTTGGCTTCTGGCACTGATTATGAATCAGAAGAATCATTTTGTGAAATAGAAATTGTTGTGGATAAAAATAATATATTATTTGATTATTTAGAATTATCCCGAATAATATCACTCGTTAAAATGAACCAACATAATCCAAAATTACCAAATTTTAAAAATGTTGAAAATATTTTTCGTTCAATGTTTGAAGAAAAACTTAACAAAATGATTTTGAAATATGATGCTATCAGTAAAGAATTCACAGTAAATGATCATGAATATATTGACGTTTTAATAAACGATCATACCGTTGTTAATCAATTCTGCACTTTAAAATTTGATCAGGAAGTTAGTAATAACATTGATAATAATAATCATTTTTTTAACTATATTCAGAAAAAAATAATAATTTTGAATAAACATATAGATGAGTCCGATTACTTCAAATTATTGAAATGCAAAAATTTAATCGATTTTTTGAAAATTTATGATAGATTAAAAAACGATAATCATAATTTTCTTGACAATATGTATTTTTTTAAACTTTTTTTAGATGAACAATATAAATTTGTTCCCACTTATCAAAATTTTACTTATTACGATTTCAAAGATTTCCGCACTATGAGTGACACAATTGAAAGCAATTTAAAAAAAGATGAATACGATTTGTACACAAATAAGATAAGAAACTTACTAGCAAAAACAAGTATTGATTATAATATCAAAAAAAATTTAATTGATGCGAAAAGAGACAATAATAATATTTATAATACAATAAACAGGTATTACAGTGAGATTACGAGTAAAAATTTTACGGTTGAATTTTGTGATAGAAAAAGCATAGATATTGAATATTATAATCAAGTAAATAATTCAAAATACAAATGTTCGAGCGGTGAACATCAATTAATTAATATACTATATGAGTTATATTGTGATCAATCAAGTATATTGTTGATTGATGAGCCAACTTACAATTTATATACAACAAATAGTATGAAGATCGGTGAAATTATTTCTAATCTCAAAAAACAAATAATTGTGGTTACACATGACAAAGAACTAATAAATAAAAATACTGTTAAAAATCTTATTCATTTCACCTTTAAAAATAATGTTTGTGCATCCAAAATATTGACTCCTTCTCAACAAGAACAGAAATTAATATTAGAAAACAAAGAAATGTTGTTTGCGAATAAAGTAATATTGGTTGAGGGATATAATGATTTTAGATTTTATAGTACATTGGTTGATGTAATTAAGGAAACCAAAAATAAAAAAATACCTCCAACTGTTTATCCTATGGGAGGATGTGGTTCACAGTTATACAAATTACTTGATGATTTAAACGTTCATTACGGAATAATATTCGATTACGACAAGATATTTGGTTCAAAAGATAGAGAAAAAGTAAATGAGAATAATATTGTAAATTACACATGTTTTAAATATATCAAAGAACATAATTTGGAAAATTTACTAGGACATGTGTGGGAAAAAATATTAAATTGTACTAAAAAAATAAAACAAAATGTCGATGACTTAATTGAATGCTTTCATGGTCTTGAATTAATATATATATATTATTTTTTGTTTATTTTAAGTGAAATAGAACAATATAGGGTGCACAAAGATTATATACTTAATGAAATTAATGGTCTTAAGAATTCTCTCAACACACATTTCAATCGCGAAAAACGCAATCTTTATGATAAATTATTTAATAAAATAGAATTTGAGTCTGTGGAATTGGGAAGTGTTATGGACATTTTTAAAAGAAGCAGAAATAGTATAGAAAAATCTGTGGAAAATTTTCCAGAAACTGTCAACGATTTTGATTTTGAAAATTTATTCACAAAAATAATAGGTAAAACAGGGCTTGATTTAAATATAAAAATATCAGAAATTATCGATCTATTAAATAAATCAAACAAAAGATTTATATTGAATTATTCAAATATAGATCTTGAGGGGTTGTGCAAATATTCTTTTGATTTTGAGGTCAGTCACAATAATTGGAATTTTAAAACAAATTTGCAAATTTATGAATCCATTAGAAAAAATTTTTATAATCAAAAAAATAGAGATCTAATAAACTTTTGTGAGAATTTTTTCTAGAAAAAGATTATATTTTGCTAATCAAAAAGAACACATCAATTTGATAACCTGGATGTTTCTCGTGAGTTGCTGCGTAATATCCACAATATTCACATAACAACTTAATATCATATTTTGTCGAATATATGTTTTTATTAAAAGTTTTTTCGAATTCAATATTTTTTTCATTTATCATTGCATTAATATAACCATTAACTAGTTCTATTAATTTTTCATTTGTGCTCATATATATGTGTTTCGAGCAAATGTTTATGTATTGAGTATCTTTGCTCAGCTTACTTAACTTAGTTTGATATTCCCCTGATTTCCTCAATAAAAGATCATAAAAAAATTGTATATCAGTGTCTAAACAATTATCTATTTGTTTTATTACTTCTTCCAGTTCCAGTTTATTATATTTACTTTGTTGATTGATAGTATCATTCTCTTTTGAATTTCCAACACTAACTGAATAGCTAATCATTTTACATCCATCATATCCAACACTATAATTAACAGTCACATTCCTTTCTAAATGAGAGCTAAAAAACGTCTTTCTTAATCTATTTACTATTATGACATCATTCACAAAATCACAAATAAATTTAGATTTATGCTCATTATCAACCATATACCCATATGGCTCAAAATAGAAATCTTTTCCTTGATCCAACTTATATTTAATTATATCAGCATTGACTTCGATCATCATCAAATAGTTAATTCTATACAGTTTATTTATTATATCGTTAATAAGATCAACATATTTATCAAATTCTCCTGTCATACATTTTTCTGATATAATGTCGTAAACATATGGGTCAATACTGGCCCTAGTTATTTCGCCAATATTTAATCTGTATATAGATTCAAATTCATAATGCAATAACGTGGCATTTATCTCATCAAAAAATCTTTCGCTCATTTGTTTGTATAATAATAATCATTTTTTATATGGTTATTATTCTTTTTAAAAATTATTTTCTACCAACATAAAACGTAATATAAAACACATATCCATTTTCGTAATGTTCATAGTAACCACAAAATATTTTAATGTCAAAAAAGAGAAATATATATTTTAGAATTAAAAGTTTGTTCATATTCACAATTTTTTTCTTGAATATTTGAAACTTTCGGTGAGTACCTGATATTACAACCTTTGTATTCAACATTACAATTAACAATTATTATTTTTTTTCAAGTCTTCATCATTAAAAGTTTTATTTGAAGTGCTCCGTTGATATAACATAAATCATACACAATATTTACATTTTACATTTAATAGATGGTAACCATATTTTGGTAGTAAATAAGCTATTTTATATATTGTCTCATATTTTTCACACTAAATTCTTTTTCAATTGTCGTAAAATTATTAAATTTAAAAAATTCTTTAGGATTTGGGGGCAATTGTTTGAATATCTTTGCATATACTCGATATCGCGATTCTGTTACATCCACAATATTTTTATTTTTAAAGAACTCTTTAATGGCTTTCGGAGTTTGCAACCAATCTTTAGTATCGATACCTAATATATCATACCATGATTTCGTATCAAAAAATTCTTTAAATTCGTTATATAGATCATTTGGCAATCCGAGTTCACCTTTATTTTTAATATTTGAATATTCTAACCAAAAATCACTATTTTTACTAAATATATTTGCCTTTTTGATAATATCTATAATATGGTTAAACTCTTCTTCTTTCGATATTTTTGCCTCTCTAATAATTTTTCTTCTCATTGCGTCTCTAATATTTTGCCAATCATCTTCCTTATGGATAAGTTTAATTTTAAGCTGAATGTCATGTCTTCTGTCATCATCAATTTTTATCTTTATTAATTGTTCTTTTTCATCAAATTCAGTATTATCGAATAATTCTAATAATTGTCTATATTGATTCATAGAATCTTCGTTTACTTCTAAATGTGCTATTTCCCTATAATATCCAATAATCTTTTGCACCGTTAGTAATCCTCCCTTTTTCTCTCCATCCGATACAAACAAATCAACAACAATACCTCTAGTTTTAAGACCAAACGGATCGATTCTAATTATTCTACCAGCTGTTTGTAACGATACTAATATACTTCTTATTTTAACGGCATCCAAATATAAGCCACAATCTAAATAAGGTATATCGGAACCTTCTCTATGTCTATTCACACACAATAAAATACAGTTTCCTAGTGAGGCATTATATTCGTCAAAATTTGTGTTATATTCGTCCTTGTAATCTTGATCGGCACAAGAAGTGACATACACTTTGAGATTCTTAAAGTTGGATTCAAAAAAGTTACCCCATTTCTTCATTTGTTCTATTGTTTTACACCAAGCAATTAGTTTTTTGTATGGTAGTTCAGGTAAAATATTATTTACTATGTTTTTAGTAATATCCATATTAGTTTTTCCAACTATATTGCCTTTAGTTCCTTCCACTTCAATATAATGGAATTTAAATGGCAATATAATGTCATCTTTTATACCATCCAAAAGTGAGTAAGTGGATATAATATTTAGTTTATTATTAACATCTCCTTTCACCATATTGGTCGAAAAGATATCAACTATTTTACTGTTGGATTTGCCTCTTAAAGGAGTAGCTGAAAATCCAATAAAATGTGCTTTGCCATTGTATTTTATATCTTGAATAGTTTCGTAAATTTTATCGCCAGAAATATCGTGACACTCATCCAACAAACATAAATGAGTATTGTTGCTGCTAATATTTTTTGATGATAATCTTCTCCTCATATATTCAGTATTTACGATCATTATGGTTGGTCTATCTATATTATTTATTATTTTGTCCAATTCTTTCTGACTAAACTTTTTGACACCATTATCGTTTTCATCATAAACACACTTGATAACATCAAAAATATCCATATCAATAATGCCCTTACGTTTCCAATCTTTTTTTTTCTCTTCGCATAATTCACCTTGATCATCAAAAAACATTTTTCTTAATATTTCCTGGTGTTTGCATGCTAATATATATAATTTGTTCTTATTTTTCTTCTCTTTTACTATTCTCTCATAATGGCATCTAATTGTCAATAAGATTAACCAAGTTTTTCCGGCACCGATACATTAGTATAAACAAATTCTTTATAATTCTTTACATCTCATATATAATTTCAATTTTTTCACTACTTTCTTTCTTTCTTTCTTTCTTTCAATTTGACTTGGATTAAGCTCGTCCCTTATATAATCATTATTAGCTTCCTCTTACATAAAGATTCGTTCAAAAAATTCATTCGAATTATTCGTTCGAAAATTATACAGTTAAAGTGGCTCTCCTTGTAGCTAACTCTTCTCACTGCACTTGACGATCTTAATCTTATACCTGTTCTTTTTTACTCTTTTAGAAGGTGGCGCTTGTATCGGTCTCTTCCCATGGAGAGGAGAAGATTAGAACTGTTACTCAGTCCACCCGCCAACCCCTTCTAACTCACATACAACTTTTTATTTTATTTTCTTATTATGCTCTTTATCATTATATTCTTCGCTCCATTTATATCTCTGTCCATTTCCAATCCGCAATAATTACAATCATATATCTTTTTCCCTTGCAAATTCCATTTGTATTCTACACCACAATTTGAACATAATTTTGATGTATGGTTCTCATCCACTTCTTTGTATTTTACATTCTTTAACAAGCATTTGTATTGTAGTTTTTGTTTAAATTTATATAAACTCAGACTATTCCCTACTCTCTTCACCATCTTATTCATACCCTCCTGTTCACCCATTTTTTTGGTACTAAAATTCCCTATTATTATTTCTCCATAATTATCTGTCAAGTATTTGGCTGTTTTCCAGTGAAGATCTTTAACTAAATTCTCTATTTTACTCTCTCTTTTTTCTAATGCTTTTATTTTCCTTCGTTTTGATAAATTGGATCCTCTTATTTCATCTATTTTCTTATGAATATCACTTATTCTATCATGAGCATTATTAGCTATTTTTATTGCATGATTATTTGAATATCCAGTCAAAAATGTTCTAATTCCTGGATCTAATCCCATTTGGTCCTTCTTATTTGTTTTAATTTTATTGGCATTTTTAGTATAAAACAGCATAAATCTGTCTTTTAATTTATCATATTGTATGGTAAAATCAGATGTTACATTACTTAGTCTGTTATCTAAAAATTTACCAAAAACAGAAGAACAAAAAGTTTTACCATTTTTGGAAATAAGAATTTTTTCCATTTTTAGAATTCTTTTATTTTTATTCTTCTTTATATATCTAATTCGAAATGGTCTCTTATGGTTCCTAATATTAGCAATACTAGAATCATACATTTCACAAATAAGTTTAATGGCCTGATCCATAACATGAGAATTAACTCCAGTGCGAGCAATAATTTTATTTTTAATTGTTTTTAAATTATGATCTCTTAATTTTCTAGAATCAAGTATAAGTTGTTTTTTGTGAAACAATCTATTTTTCTGAAATTTAATGGTTTCGTTCATCATATCAGTAAAAGCATCAATCCAAGTGAGCAGAATTTTTTTTTGCAGAGGATTGGGATGAAGAACAAACGATTCAGTTTTCTTAGCATTAAATTTAGTTTTATCAACAAATCGGGCATCAGAAGGCATTATGGGATTAGCAGGAGAGATTTGAATAGATTTGTGAAAATCGAACCAAGAGAAAGACAACTGAGATTTGAATGGTAAATTATATTTATGTTTCCAAAAATGATCTCCGTGAAAGAAAATATATGAAGAAAGATCAGAGAATTGATTGTCATTAAATAATCGAGACAACCAATTAAATTTATGATATTTCTTATAAAAAATCTTTTTCTTTTTAAATTTCTTTTTCTTTTTGGTCATAAGAATGAGAATAAGATGGACTTAGAGTCTTTCAATAAAAAAATCAATTTTTTTGGGAAAAATTGAAAAATAAGGGAGAATATCAAGAAAAATCAAGTATAATTGTGACTAGTGGCAGCCCATGACCTGATTATGAATACCACTTGTGAATCCCTGTTGAATCATCTTATCAATTGCTTCTTTCTGGTTCTTTCTTAAATGTTTCAGACTCAACTCATTTAGTTTGGTATTATCATATATCGGATCAAATACTATTTCTTGTGGCTCTACATTATTATTATCATCAGGTTCCAAGACATCTTCTATCTTAGATGGTTTCTTATCGTCAGCTATATATTGATCATTTTTCATAATATATGTTACTACATCTTTTGGAAATATAAAACTGGATGAGTAAAATTCGATTATAGCATCAAAGCTGAGTCCTTTTAATAGATGACCATTAATGCATTTCTTGAATAATTCAAAAAATTTGTTATCTTTTCCCGACATAAATTTAATCGCATTATGCGGGACATTACGACTGATAATAAAAAGTTTTCTATCATTATCATTATTTAATCGATGATACTGTTGTAATATATTTTGTAAGTAATTTATATTTTTGTTTATCTGATCCATTTATATATCTGTGAGATTGATTATTGTTTATGTGTTATTTTGGTCAATTTTTTGAAATACACCTAAAATTTAATTATTATTATTAAAACAATGAATTTTAATAATCTAATAGGATTAATGGAAAAAAAGGATAAAAGTAGAATAATGTTAAGTATACCCGAACTGTCAAATAGTTTTGCACTGGACGACATTGATTTAGCTTTGTACATAAGATTTGGAACTCCTGATGTTATAGAAGAAAGAATAATAAGAACTGAACAACATAAGTTAAGACAAATTGTTATAGCCAGGGACAAAAAGTGTATTGTATCAGGAGGACACCAAAAACAATGTGATACATCCCATATTAAACCATATTCTGAATGCGATTTTGATGAGAGAAATGATCCAGATAATTGTATTTTATTAGACAAAAGTTTGCATACTCTTTTTGACAATTATTTTTGGACAATAAATCCTAAAACAAAAAGAATTGAAGTTAGTGAAGAAGTAAAAGATGATGAATCGTTTTCTATTCATAAGTATAGAGATAAAAAATTAAAAGTATTGGATAGTCAGATTGAATACATTAAACTGCACTATAATCGATTTTTGGAACATAATGATAGTTTGTAAATAATTTAATTAGCTCATTGATTAAATTATTGTAATATATAAAATTTGTTGGTATAGAAGTTTTTCGGCCATTTTAATAATAAATAGCTGATAATATGGATTTGGAATATAATATTATGATTTTTTATTCCCACCACTCATTGATATACTCTAATTCTTCTTGAGGAATTTGATCATCATTGCATTCAATAAGTGGTTTTATATCGTCTATTAAACCAGGGAATTTACTGTTCATTTTATGTTTAACACCATTATCCATATTAACAAGTTTTTCGTATAAAACTTTTCTTTTATATCCTAACAAAATTTCATCATCATCATCAACTAAATAGTGACATTCAGACACACAAATATTTCGCAAACGTTTAAGATTTTGTTTTAATTTAGGTTCGTTTAATTCTAAACTTTCTAATTTGTTTAAATCCTGAATAGCTATCAACATCTTATTGTATTTTTCTTTTATCAACATATCATCCAATGTATTTTTTATCTGATTATATTTAAGTTCCATTTCTGATAACTTTTCTTTTAACTCTTTATTTTCTTTTTGTAATATTTCAATAGTTTTGTTCCCATTATCAACTAATTCCATTAATTTTCTTTCATTATTGGCCAATTCCAATATTTTAATATTTAAATCCCTATTTTCTTTTACTAATTTTTCGTATTGTTCCTTATCCACAATTACTACTGGTTTTATAAAAGATTCTTGTATGTGAATATTGCTCACTTCTGTCATACTCAATATGTATTATAGATATATTTATTATTTTAAACGTACTATAATTTTTTTTTGGTATTTCCATTTGTTAATTAAAGATAACCGAACCAATTTAAATATAATACTTATCTAATTGCTTTTAGATCAACCGACACCACTGTTCATACGAAGTATCGTGACGGCGTTATGTATATGATTAAGTACAAAACTAATGCTGTTTATGATGAGCAAAAATAAAAATTAAAATTAAATATTGGCAGAATTATCAATATTATTGTTAATATTTATTCACAACATAATAACAATAGTTTTGGAGATAAAAAGTAGTTAGGAAAATAATTACTTTCTATCGTACTTACTATTATTTATACGGCCAATTTGAAACTGTTACCATTTATGATGATCAAAACGAGGATAATAATACTAGTAAAATAATGTGAACTGTTTTGCGATATCAAAAAATAAAAAAAGAATAAGATGTTATTACTTTGTTATTTTCTTCTTATTTTATACGTCAGATCTTTTGATTGTCCAAATCCTTTAATGTCATAAATATTGTAATATTATTGAATCATTTGATTGTATGAAATTAGCGAGAATATTGAATATATCACAACAATAAAAATTTAATTTATTTTAAAACGAATAAATTTGATACAATAATTATTGTGGATCATGATAAGATAAATAACATTTTTAATATATTTTAATCCGTCATCCATTAATACCATCCTAAATATAAAGTATGAATGCCTTTTAAAATGTCTAATGCATCATGTGTTATATTATCATTACAAAATAAGTCCAAAGTATGAATACCCTTTAAATATTTCAATCCATTATCTGTTATATTTTTATTATCGTGAAGCCATAAAGTATGAATTCCCTTTAAATTTATTAACCCGTCATCTGTAATTTTCAAACTATTATCTAAATTTAAAGTATGAATGCCCTTTAAATATTTCAATCCATTATCTGTTATATTTTCATTTTTATACAAAATCAATGTGTGAATGCCTTTTAAATGTACTAATCCATTGTCCGTTATATTTTCATTATAATTCAAATTCAAAGTGTGAATGCCTTTTAAATGTACTAATCCATTGTCCGTTATATTTTCATTATAATTCAAATTCAAAGTGTGAATTCCCTTTAAATACACTAATCCGTTGTCTGTTATATGTTGGTTTTTCTCTAAATTTAAAGTGTGGATACCCTTTAAATGTTTTAATCCATTATCCGTTATTCTCATATTATTGTTTAGAATCAAAGTGTTAATACCATTTAAATATTTTAATCCATTGTCTGTTATTTTTTTATTACGATAAAGGTCCAAAGTATGAATGCCCTTTAAATGTTTCAATCCATTGTCTGTTATATTCTCATTAAAATGAAGATCCAAAGTATGAATTCCCTTTAAATGTTTTAATCCATTATCCATTATATTCTTATTATAATGAACATTCAGAGTATGAATTCTTGTTAAATGTTTTAATCCGTTATCTGTTATGTTTCCATTATGTTTAAGGTTCAAAGTATGAATTCCTCTCAAATGTACTAATCCATTATCTGTTATATTTTCATTACGTTTAATGTTCAAAGTATGAATTCCTGTTAAATGTTTTAATCCATTGTCTGTTATATCTTTATTTCCTGGTAATACCAAGTATTTTAATTTTTTAAATTTCGATAATATCTCGTCATTCACATTGTCGTTCATATAATAATCATTCTTCTTAATGATTTCCAATTTGACTATTGATTCTAAATGTTTCTCTAAAAATGTTAAATTTAATTTATGAAAAACGATATGTTCCATTCTAAATTCAAATAAATTTTTACATAGATTCTGCAATTTAATAGAATCTTTTAATGGTAAATAATTAGCAATAATATTGAATATATCACTACAGATTGACATTAAAAGTTATCCATTTAATAAACAATATTAATCAAAACAATTATCATTCAATTTTTTTGTTATAATATCCCAGATTATCATTGAACAAATAACATTTTTTGACATATTTTAATCCACTGTTTGTTATATTTTTATTATAAATTATATTTAAAGTATGAATGCCCTTTAAATGCGCCAACCCGTTATTTGTTATTTTATTATTATGTTTTAAATTTAAAGTATGGATGCCTTTTAAATGCACCAATCCGTTATCTGTTATGTGTTCATTACAATCTAATTTCAAAGTGTGAATCCCCTTTAAATGCACCAATCCGTTATCTGTTATGTGTTCATTACAATCTAATTTCAAAGTGTGAATCCCCTTTAAATTCACTAATCCGTTGTTCGTTATATTTTTATTACGACCTAAATCCAAGGTATGAATGTCCTTCAAATGCACCAATCCGTTATCTGTTATATGTTTACCACAATTTAAACTCAAAGTATGAATGCCCTTTAAATGTACCAACCCGTTATCTGTTATATTATTATTATAATGCAAATTTAATGTGTGTATGCCCTTTAAATATACTAATCCATCATCCGTTATACGTTCATTCCAATCTAAATTCAAAGTATGAACGCCCTTCAAATATACTAATCCATCATCCGTTATACGTTCATTCCAATCTAAATTCAAAGTATGAATGCCCTTCAAATATACTAATCCATTATCTGTTATATTTTTATTATTATGCAAATTTAATGTGTGTATTCCCTTTAAATGTGCCAATCCATTGTCCGTTATGTTTTTATTACAATTAAGATTTAAAATATAAATTCCCTTTAAATGTTCCAATCCATTGTCCGTTATGTTTTTATTACAATTAAGATTTAAAATATAAATTCCCTTTAAATGTTCCAATCCATTATCTGTTATATTTTCATTATAACCTAAATCCAAAGTATGGATATCCTTTAAATGCTCTAATCCGTTGTTTGTTATATTTCGACTTTCAAATAACTTTAAAGTATGAATACCTTTCAAATATACTAATCCATTATCTGTTATGTTTTCATTACGTTTAATGTTCAAAGTATGAATTCCTGTTAAATGTTTTAATCCATTGTCTGTTATATCTTGGTTACCTGGCAATATTAGATATTTTAAATTCTTAAATTTTGATATTATTTCGTCATTTATGTTGTCGTTTATATAATAACCGTTACTATCTTTTTTACTTATTTCCAATCTCACTATTGATTCTAAATGTTTTTCCAAAAATCCAATATTTAAATTTTTAAATATATAATGTTCAGCTTTATATTCAAAAAGATTTTTACATAAATACTGCAATTTAATAGAGTCTTTTAATGGTAGATAATTGGCTATAATATTACATACGTCTCCGCAAATTGACATTATTGATTTAAATATTAATAAACAAATGCTGTGAATAATAATTATTCAATTTTTTAATAATTTTTATATTTATCGTATGTTGTCATCAAATATTATAAATGTTAGTTATTGATAACTTAAATAATTTTATTGTCATAATGATTTAATTTTTTGTTATGAAGAATACAGCATTTTATGTGATTAAGTCTTATATTTATATATTTTCATTATAAAACAAGTTCAAAGTATGAATTTCCTTTAAATGTTTCAATCCGTTATCCGTAATTTTTAAACCATAATTTAAATATAAAGTATGGATGTCCTTTGAATATACTAATCCATTATCTGTTATATTTTGGTTATGATGTAAATCTAAAGTTATTTTTAATTACTATACAAATACAAGTTAAAATCGCGAATTAAATATCTCAAATTTCTGTCTATTATATTTTCATTTTTTTTTTAACATTAAAGCGTGAATGTTTTTCAAATTTTCTATTCTACCATTTGTCATTATTTCAATACCGCTAATACGCAAAGTATTAATACCCTTTAAATGTACTAATCCATTATCTGTTATATTTTCATTATAACCTAAATTTAAAGTATGGACACCCCTCAAATGTTCTAATCCATTGTCTGTTATATTTTTATTTGAAGATAAGTATAAAGTATTAATGCCTCTTAAATATGCTAATCCGTTGTCAGTTATATTTTTGTTACAATGAAGATCCAATAAATCAATTCCCTTTAAATATTCCAATCCATTGTCCGTTATATTTTTATTACAACAAAGACACAAAGTATTAATTCCCTTTAAATGTACCAATCCATTATCCGTTATTATTTCATTACAATCCAAATATAAAATCTTAATCCCTTTTAAATGCTCTAATCCGTTGTCCGTTATAGTTTTGTTTGAATTTAAGTTTAGAGTATGAATTCCCTTTAAATATTCCAATCCATTATCCGTTATATTTTTATTACGATTAAACTCGAGGTTAAGAGTATGAATTCCCTTTAAATGTTTCAATCCATTATCTGTTATATTATTATTATGATCAAGATCCAGAGTATGAATGCCCTTTAAATGTTCCAATCCATCGTCCGTTATTTTCGTATTATAATGAAGATTCAGAGTATGAATTCCCCTTAAATGTTCCAATCCATCGTCCGTTATTTTAGTATTACAATGAAGATTCAGAGTATGAATTCCCTTTAAATGTTCCAATCCATTGTCCGTTATTTTAGTATTACAATTAAGATCCAGAGTATGAATACCCTTTAAATGTACTAATCCATTGTCCGTTATTTTAGTATTACAATTAAGATCCAGAGTATGAATGCCCTTTAAATGTCCCAATCCATTGTCTGTTATATATTTGTTTGAATATAAGTTTAGAGTGTGAATTCCTTTTAAATGTTCCAATCCATCGTCCGTTATATTATTATTACCTGGTAATATTACATATTTTAAATTCTTAAATTTTGATATTATTTCATCATCTATATTATCGTTTATATAACAATAATAACTATAATTATTTTTTTTACTTATTTCCAATTTAACTATTGATTCTAAATGTTTCTCTATAAACGTAATATTTAGTTTATGAAAAACGATATGTTCCATTCTAAGTTCAAATAAATTTTTACATAAATATTGCAATTTGATAGAGTCTTTTAATGGTAAGTAGTTGGCTACAATATTGAATGTATCACCACAGATTAACATTTAAAGTTATCTATTAAATTAATATTTTTGATTAGATGATTATTATTCAATTTTTTCCAATAATATATGACGGAATATTATAAATTAATTGGATTACTTTTAAAGTGATCGATGCTACTGTTTCACACGAAGTATTGTGAATAGTGTTGATATTATGATTAAGTACAAAACTAATCTTGTTTATGATGACCAAAATATGGATAATAACACCAATAAAATTATCAAATATTATTGTGTGTATTAAATTGGCGGTAATATGAACATATCGTCAAAACAGACATTAAAAGTTATCCATTTAATAAACAATTTTGATTTGATGATTATTATTCAACTTTATCACCATAATATCTTAGATTATCATTGGACAAATAACATTCTTTGATATATTTTAATCCTTCGTTTGTTATATTTTTATTATAACTTAATTCCAAAGTGTGAATCCCCTTTAAATGCACTAATCCGTTGTTTGTTATTTTATTATTATATTCCAAATTTAAAGTATGGATGCCTTTTAAATGCACTAATCCGTTATCTGTTATGTGTTCATTCCAATCTAATTCCAAAGTGTGAATCCCCTTTAAATGCACTAATCCGTTGTTTGTTATATTTTTATTCCAATTTAATTTCAAAGTATGAATGCCCTTTAAATATACTAATCCAGTGTCTGTTATATTTTTGTTTTGATATAAATTTAAAGTATGAATACCTTTAAAATGTTTTAATCCATCATCTGTTATGTTCTCGTTCGAAATTAATTCCAAAGTATGAATCCCCTTTAAATATATTAATCCATTGTCTGTTATTTTTCGATTCCAACATACTTTCAAATTATGAATGCCCTTTAAATGTGCTAATCCATTGTCTGTTATATTTCCATTCCAAAATAAATTTAAAGTATGAATGCCCTTTAAATGCACCAATCCATTATCTGTTATATTTTTATTCAAAAATAAGTTTAAAGTATGAATACCTTTCAAATATACTAATCCATTATCTGTTATGTTTTCATTACGTTTAATGTTCAAAGTATGAATTCCTGTTAAATGTTTTAATCCATTGTCCGTTATACCTTGGTTACCTGGCAATATCAGATATTTTAAATTTTTAAATTTAGATATTATTTCATCATTTATATTGTCGTTTATATAATTTTCGTTACTATCTTTATTTATTATTTCCAATTTAACTATTGATTCTAAATGTTTTTCTATAAATGTAACATTTAATTTATCACAAACATAATGTTCCATTCTAAATTCAAATAAATTTTTACATAAATGCTGCAATTTAATTGAATCTTTTAATGGTAAATAATTAGCAATAATATTTAATATATCACTACAGATTGACATTTTAAAGCTATCTGTTAAATTAGTCAATTTGATTTAATGATTATTATTCAATTTTTTTGCAATAACGTTGATGAAATATTATAATTTACTGAATACTTTTAAACTGATAGACGCCACTGTTCATACGAAGTATTGTGAATAGTGTTATTATTTTTAGCAAAACTAATGCTGTTTATGATGATCGAAATAAAAATTATAATTATTGATATTTATTTACAACATGATATAACTAATTTTGTGTTGCAGAAAGTATAAATAAAACTATGTTTTAAAAAATACATATAACAATTGTATTATAGATAAAAATGTTAAATATGGCATACAGTTTATTTAAAAATATTACAGAATTGTTTTTTCTCGCCATTGTGTACGTTACACAATCAAACATTAACAAAAGTTTACTTCACGAAATTAGTTTTGATGACGATGATAAAATATTTGAAGGTAAAATCTCGCAATTTTTAGAAAATTACGACATATTGATAAGAAAATATGATGATACTTTGCTTAGTAATTTGGGAATCCTTCATTACGGATTTATATCTGATTCAGAAAAAGGCGAAATAATTCAGTATTATGGTGAAGGACAAAATAAAAACGACGCCCAAGTCAAAAGAATGAAGTTAATAGATTTCACGAAAAGTTCACAAATCAATGAATTCTATATATTTAGAATAAAAAAAGAACATTTAAACAATGATTTTATAATCAAGACAATTATTTTAAATAGAGAAGGTGAAAGAAAATATGATATATTAACTAATAACTGTGAAAATTTATGTTTGGATATTCTTATTAAATCAGAATACAGACATCTTTATCAGACACAGGTAGAATATTTGATAAAATCAATGAAAATTATTAATGATGAACGATTGTTTAAAGAAAAAATAAAAGATAATTTGGAACACTTCTTGAAACAATTGATTCCTTGTAAATTTGATTCATTAGGCAATACAATGACTGTTTACAAAAATAAATTAGAAATTTTTTATATTTAATTGCTCTGTCATATAAATAATTTTTAAAACAAATGATTTATATTATAAAAAAATAGTTTATCTCTTAAATATAAAAAAATACTTTAAAATAATAACGTTATTATTGTTGGATAATGATGTTACGAGATTTAACTTATATCTTAATTTTACTGTTACTAGATACGCATCAATTAGCAAAACAATTAATATTGTAAATTAATTCTGTGATACATGAGTATTTTTGTTTTTTCTTTGAATTCTTCTTAATTTTAAAATATTATTCATTTCATTTACTATATTGACATCTGTTATTTTTTCCAAAAAACTATCGTAATATTCACTGTTTATGGGAAAACTGTATTCAGTTTTGTTATAGTAATAATCAAAATCTTGACACTTGTTTTTGTTATTGGTGTATAAATTATCTTCTACTAATGACATCTCTATAAAATTGAGTAACATTATTTTTTTATATATCTTCGATTTAAAATTTTAAATATTTCAGTTTAAAAATTTTTGAATTTGGATTTTAATTTTGCTATATATTCTTGTATGTTTTCTTTATAAAAAATCTTGAAAAAATCTTTAAACAAATTTATATCCGCATTATTATCAAAAATATAGTAATACACTAAATCACTTTTTCTGACAATATCGTTCTCAGTAATAACATTTAACATTCTTTTATACACGCAATTTATTTTCTTTTCTGTTGGATGTGGATAATTCTCAAACAACACATAAGGAAACTTCTTAATTTTTGCATTGTATTCCATTATTTGTTCGTCCCTCATCCAACCAATAATCTGTTTCATGAATGTTTCCTTGTACTCAATTGTTATTGTATCAGATAATTTTTTTATTCTATAATAGTCTTTTTTTGCTTTTTGATGATGTATATTTTTTGTTCCATTATCATCAGAATTACATTTTTTTATTCTATCTTTGAACGAACGTAAACTTGTTCTCAACAGATACTTAAAATTAATAGTGAGATGAATATTTTTTTCACAATCTATTATTTTAACAAGTTTATAATCTTTTACTTCGTTAATCATAATATAATCATTGACGTAATTATTTTTCCAGAACACTAGCTCGATAACGTGACACAAATTATTTTTATAACATACATTTACGCAATATTTTATATATCTGTTGTTTGTACATTTTGTGATTCCCATAACATTACTGTTATTGATAAATTCAGATGATTTTGGTAAAATTGTGAACTCTGTAAAGCTATATTCTTTTTTTGAAAAAATATTATCAATACCATCGGCAATTCCATCAAGTTCATACTCAATGTCTAAATCATTTTTTATATCATCGTCTTCCATTTTTATATTATTCAAATCTTTTAGTGAAAAAGAAATATCATAATCGTACGTGGGAAGAAGCTCGAAATTCTTATTGTAATTTTCAAAGATTTTGGAATAGGATTTGTAAGCCGAACCACCAAAACATGATATACAACATCTGCTTTTATGATCAATAAAAATTTGTTCTTCTTTAATGTCAATCACAATTGAATTATTAACTTTATTCAAAAATTTATTCACTTCAGATCTTTCAATCATATAGTATATCTCTGTAACAATTTTATCCCACATTTTCCTGTTTTTTCCAATAACATCTGCAATTTCCATTATTTTATATATAGCAACACATTTTTAAATAAATTAACTATATTTTAGGTTTTCCTTTAACAATAATTTTAGTTTTTTGAATTATTTTATTTGATTTTTCTTTGTTAATTTTTTTTACTGTTTTCTTGATACCATTAACATTTTCATCTGGTTTGTCAAATAAACTGTTATTTTTTTTTGTTATAACCTCTTTGCTTTTCTTTATAGATAATTGTGTTTTTACTGGTTTAATTTCTTCCTCGTCAGATTCATATTCTTGTTCTGCTTGTTCATCAGTATCATTATTATTTTGTTCGTCATCTTTATTGGCGTTTTGATTGCATTGAGTGAGATAATATTCAAATCTTTTTTTTATACGTATGTTCATTTCTGAAATATTTTTTTTGAGATTTTTTTCTAATACATCATCCTTTTCCATTTCTTTTATTATTCTTTCTTGATCTGATTTTGATGGTATTTTAATGTTATACGAAGCAATATCCTTTGAGCAAATATGACCTGATTTTCTGCACAAATCGTAAATTTGTTGCTGAATTGATATCAAATAATAATACAAGAATTTATTTTCTAAATTACTTTTTGGTACCACTGAAAAACATTCAGATGCCCATACTTTTGTGTCATACATAGATACATATCCTGCATTAGCTCCAGACAACGAAATTAAAATTGTATTTTCTTTTCGATTGTATTGGTTGTGATATCCCACTGGTTTGTAACCACTTCCTATTACTGGGTATTCACCGTCCATCAATTTAGATTTTGCCAAGTTTTTGCCATTCTCAAAATTGCAAATATTTTTTAACAACATATTTTCAATACTATTGCAATCAGCCAAAAGATTCTCAAAATGCACCTTTTTATTAACGTTCCATTTCTCCAATATTTTGATTGCATTATCTTTAATTTTGTATAAATCGTCTAGTTCTTTTATTATCATTTGTTGGATGTTGAATGATAGTATGGGAATTTCTATTTCTTCTAAATCATTTCGACTTATTTTTTTTCTGTTTCCTTTTATTAAATATTCTAAAATCTGTTCATTGCTTTTAAGATAATAGTAAATAAATTTATTAATTATGTTATTGTTTTTTGATTTCCAATGAATATAATCTTCAGTGATGCCACAATTTTTATTGTATAATATATTATATTTTTCCAATCCATTCACAACATTGATTGTTATACATCCATCATAATTATCACTATCATTAAAATTATTGTTATCTAAATTACATTTTTCCATATTTTTTCCTTCAATAAACTCACATATATCCCTTAATTTCATATAATCAACACCTTCAAATTTGTTAACTTGCCCTTCTTGATAATCTTTTATATTCCAGGAGTAACTTTTTACTTTCATGTCATCTATTTTTACTTTTTTAATAAATTGCTCAGTGCAGGTATCATCATTATTCTTTACTAAATTATAAAATTCGACTTCTGTAGTTTTACCTCCTTTTGTAAAAAATAATATGAGTGTCTCTGTTCCAGTATATGATTCAAATGATTGAAATGGAAGGTAAACAATTTTATTTAATATGCATTGTTCCATCAAATTTTTTCTGATATCCACAAATTCTTTATTCTTGCCAAATATTTCCCTCCCATTTGGTAATACTAAACCGCATTTATAACCATCTGCAATAATGTTCTGACATGCTTGTAAAAATAAAAATGTTCCTGAATTGGTTTTTACTGGAAATATTTTTTTGATTTCTTTATTATCATAACATAGATCATCATAATTTCTATTCAAATTAAATGGGGGATTTGTTAATATATTTCCTTTAAACTTATTATTATAATACGCAACAGAGTCTCGCAAAAAATCATTCAATTCAATGTTTTCGTTATATTCTCCAATTCCCAATAATACATTAATCATCGCTAACTCCATAGTTTTAGGATCCACCTCATAACCATATAAATAGTCTTTTGCATTCTGATCTAAAGGAATGTCTTTTTCAATAGATAATTTTTTAATGTTTTTGTAATACTCAGTCATAAAACCAGCAGTACCACAAGCAGGGTCCATAATTTTGTCATAAGAACCATCATCATATATTTGGGGATTTAATTGCTGAGCCATATATTTAACAATCCATTTTGGAGTATAACATTGTCCAATATCTTTATCTATTGACGCCTCTTTTTGAATTAACAATTCAAAGAAAAGTCCTTTGACATCTACATCCATATCCTCAAAATTTATTTTATCTAGCTCCTTTATTATTTCCAAAATTGTCATAATTTTTTTAATTAGAAATGGTTTATTTCCAAACATTTTTTTTGTTAATATGTGTTCTTTGAATAGACCTTCAAATATACCTCTTTTTACAATGTCAAATAGTTCCTGTTTACCATCATTACCTTTCAACGTTCTTGATTTTTTTACTAAAATCGTCCAATCCAAGTATTCCTTATATTTATCGCATTTATCGCTGTACTTTTGTTCCAGTAAATCAATATAAGGATAATTCTCATTTTTCTTTAATAATGGTTTGAGAAGTCTTAAAAATAAAAAGTCTGAAATAACGTTCAAAGCATCTTTTCCGACTATAATTTCATTGTCTTTCAAAATATCTCTTATTTTGTTAAAAGATGTTTCTAATTTAATCAAGATCTCATTCTCCGTTTTCAAAGATTCTTTGAACTCATCAAAAACTGTTTTCTTCATTTCATTTTGAGTCAAACAGGGATATTTTTTATTAATATGTCTATCGTAATCACTTTTTTGTCTAAAAACTTTATTGCACTTATCGCAAACATAATTTTTCATTATTATATTATTTAAGTATTTTTTGCTTTAAGTATAAATAAATCAATTTTTATTGTTATATTTAGGGGCAACTTGTATAATTACTATTATTATTGAATAATTTTATTGTTACGGTTTGAGGTTCTCTATTTAGTTTAGATATATAAATTGCATCTCGATACGGTTATAATTTTTAACTATATTTAAATATTAATATCTACTTAAACAAATGGCTCTATTATTACGTAACGTAAAAAAACCGTATGAATCCGTTAAACAAACTCAAGATTAAAGATACAATTGTTTTCTATGGCAATGGAGCAAAAAACGAGTTATTGAAATTGGGCAAGAATTACAATTTTAAATTTTTTCACTATGTTGACAAAAAAACATTAAAATTTTGTTCAGCCGGATTTGACAAAATAGATGACTTTCTCAATATGATTAAACCCATCAACAAAAAATATTATATTTATGAATACTTATTTTCGAACAAATTATGTAAGCCTTATATCGATTATGAATATTATTCTGAAAAAAAACCATCTATTGAATCTGTTAAGGATAAACTAAATAAGTTCAAACAAGATGTTGTAAAGTTATTCAATAAAATGTACAAAGCTGAAATAAAATTAGACGATATAATTGCATTGGATAGTAGCGGTAAAAAGGAAAATAGATACAAATTAAGTTTTCATTTTATAATTAATTCAAAATATGTATTTCGATCAAACAAACATGTGGCACATTTTGCTGAGCAACTTCATCGTATTCATAATGAGGTCGATATGAGTGTATATTCAACTGACAGAATGATGAGAACCATTTTATCCTGTAAAGATTTTGGTGACGATAGAATGTTGAAGCTAATTGATAATAATTTGGAGACTGTCAATGTAGAATTAAAAGATTTGGAAAAATATCTAATATCAGCTTTACCGAAAGACCATATTATAATTAATTTAAATCTCAAAGAGAAAAAGAAATTAGTTGCAAGTAAAATTAAGCATACTGATGCGAAAGAAAAGAAAAATTTAATTGAGTCTGAACTGAACAACACAATAAAAAAAATACAATATGTTGTTCAAAAAAAGTATTATGAAGATAGTTATTATACAGGAGAAACTTATGTCGATGAAGTTACTAAATATTCATATTATAAATTTAATTATTGTGATCGTAATCAATTATGTTTTACTGGACACAAACACGATTATTTAGGATTTTATTGTTACATTGATAATTTAAATAATATTATCGTCAAATGTTTTTCAAAAAAATGCGGAGAAAATAAATATATAATAGGTAATGCTTGTGATCCTATTGAGGATATTAATTATATACGAACTAATGATTCGTTTTTACCTGAAAGTAAAATTGTAAATGAAAAAATTATTGAGTTCCACAACAAATATAAATCTATGGTTATAAAAAGTCAAATGGGGACAGGTAAAACACACGTTATAACTAAATATATTGATAAATATAATCCAAAAAGAATTTTGTTGATTAGTACCAGACAATCATATGCTAACAACGTTTTTGAAAGACTCAAGGACTATAATTTTGTTAATTATTTAGATAATAAAAAAACTTATCCGTTCGCTGATAGATTAATTGTGCAATTAGAAAGTTTAATAAATTTGCAGAAAAATCCTGATTTGCGTGTATATGATCTTGTAATTCTGGATGAAATTGAGTCTATAATGTTTCATTTTTCAAGTTCAACAATTGCTGAAAAGTCGGAAACTACTTTTGATTTTCTTCATAAAATGTGTTGTAGTAAAAAATCTAAAATATTGGTTCTCGATGCTGATTATGATGAAAGAGGACACGAATTTGTCAAATCATTGGGCAATTATGAAACCATTAAGAATGAATATAAAAATCATGAAAGAACATTGATAATGACTAAAAATTATAATTATTATTTGACTGAAATATTTAAAAGCATAGATAAGGGAGAAAACATATGCATAGTGGGTTTGTCTGCATCAAAATTGACAAGTATTGCTCATGAATTGGAAAAGAAAAAGATTAAGTTTATATTACACACTAGAGATACAGATGACAAAATAAAAAAAGGATTGATTAATGTTAATGAATTATGGAAGAATTACCAAGTTGTTTTGTTTAGTCCAACGATATCTGTTGGAGTATCTCATGATGTCGATCATTTTGATAGAATATTTGCAATTGTTATTGGTAATACATGTCCTCCAAGAGTATTTGTTCAAATGCTTGGGCGTGTCAGAAAGCCCAAAAATTATGAAATATTGACATATTATGATCCAACAATTTCAGTTAGAATGGATAGAGTAGTTTATAATTATGATGATCTTTTTGATTATTATAAGTATATTGCTGTCGAACCATTTTTGAAGTCAGAAATTGTGGAGGAAAATGATGTTTATAGTCATCAAAATAGATTGGGATTATATGATAAAATTATGATAATGAATGATATTGAGAATATGAACAAATGTCCAGAGTATTTTATGACTGGATTAAATCAAATATGCTCAAAAATTGGCTATAATATAATGTTCAAGGATATAGATCCAAAAGATTGCGAGAATAAGATAGAATTAGATACGAAAGCGCATGTCAAAAAAATCATTGATTCTCCTGATATTGACAATAAAACATTTTATCAAATATCTCAAAAGATAAATAGCAATGATGCTTCTAAAGATGAAAAATTCAGTTTTCAAAAATATATAATTAAAAAGTTTTGGAAAATTGATAACATTGATCAAGAATTTTTAGACAAATATTATAGACAAGAACATAAACTAATTAAATTGAGAAAAATATTAGGATTATCTGTTGATTCTCAGTATGAAACCATTGTATTACTGCAAAAAACTGATGTTGTTAATAACATTCTTAAAATGACAGGATTTGATGTACAAAATACTAATAAAGTAGTAAAAGGGGAAGAATTGCACAAAAATATAATTAAACTAATGACTGATAGTAGTTTCAGTAAGAATTATGATAATATTAGAATATTGTTTGGTAAAGCTAAGAAGAAATTAAATAAAGATATGAAATTGCCTTATTTAATCAGTATGATAAACAGTTATTTGAACGAGTTTTGTGTGTGTATAAAATCTAACAGAAAACGAGTCTGGAATACTCAAAAAAAGAATTGGATTACTGTATCTGAATTTGTTATAAAAATTGACCGTGATTATATTAAATTCATTTTGTAATCCGTAATTTCTTTATGTCAATATATCTTTAAATGTGTTGTTTTATAACTTAAAAAAGATTGTAACTTTATTGTTAACGTATTGAGGTGCAATTTATATTTCTTAGAATAAAAGAGTACCTCAAACCGTAAACAATAAAAAATGACAATAATGATAAGTCATACAAGTTGTATCTGATTGATGTTTCAGATGATATCCAATAAATAAAAAATCATATGTGTGAGAATAATAATAAACATTGTCACTGAGACTCAGACATAACTTGTATCTTAAATAATAATGGTTTCTCGATATGTGTCAATAAAAAGGTAATTAGAGTGATAAAATATATTTGAAACAATAATATATAATCATACAAGTTGCATATTATTGCTAATAGAACAATTATTAACCACTGTTTTACTAATATTATCAATATAATGACAAATTAAATTGATAACAATATTTTTCTATATAACAAAACGAAAATATTACAACATACAGTATGTCAATAATTTTTTTATGATGACAATTCCATATCGTACTGAATAGGGTATTTATTTTCATTATTTTCATAAGATTTTATTAATTTGAAGAATACAGAAATTTTATCCATCACATCATTATTAACCTCATATATATTCATTGTATTATATCTTCTATCGAAATCATCATCTGAAGGATAATCCGGGGATAGTTTACTTCCACATTCTAATTTTTTTATTTTAGAATATATACAACAAAGAGCATCAAATAGTGAATATGTGGAGTGTAACAAATGGTTTGAATCATCAAAGTCATTGCCAATAGAATTATTAATAGAACCCCACAAATTAAACCAAACATCATACACAATTTTATTGTTTTCTTTTATTTCAAATAGAACGAACTTAAATGGTTCGCAATTTTCCTCAAATCTAGTTACAATATTAAATAGTATATTTCTGTTGGTCCAAAAATCTCTATGTTTTCGATCATGTTCTCTTTCATCTTTTAAAAACTCTCTTATATCTTTCTCCAGTATTTTTTTCTGTTCTTCATTTAGGAAATCAGCTGAGCCAAGATATATACAATCCGATGTAACATCTAACGGGTGTATTTTTATAACGTCTTTATTTTTCTTAATTTTGTCTGAATTATAAATCCAAACATTGTCAGATATATATTTATTTTTTTTGTAAGTAATTGAATATGTTTCTCCAAAAGATCCTTTATTTTTAAAAATAATGTTGTAATCTGCACCCATATAATTATAAGTAAATCTGTCACTTAAACAAACAGAATAATTACCAATTTTAAAAATTTCATATAAATCTGCTCCACCTACATAAATATCCTTTATTTTATTTTCTTGAGCCATTTAAGTAAATATATTATCAAATATTTAAATAATTTGACGTTAGAAATGTTGATTATCTAGTATTATTTTTTGACTAATACAACATTTTTATAGGAAATATTATTTTTTTAGTTTATTGAAACTATTGCAATTATGTTATCAAAAATATGGTCCATAATATCAACAAATCAATCAATATTATCTTGATTATTTTTGTCAGCATAAATAGAAATAGTTCTATTATTTTAATTGTAAAAGTAATTAATAACACTTTGTGAAAACACTAACTTATTAAATATAATTTTGTAATAAGAAGGTAAAATCAATGGTAAAAATGGTATATTATTTTATTAAATAAAAATTGATTATTAAAATGAAATGTAATAAATTCAACAAATTAACATTAGTAAAAAATGAATAAAAATGCTATTAAATTTGACAGTATAAAAGTTAAAAATATTTACAAAATTAAAGATTTGTTTTTAAGTTTGGAAGACAATAACGTGATAGTTGGAACGAATGGTTCGGGAAAAACTACTTTACTAAATATAATAAATTCATTGTTTTGTGTTATTGTTGGAGAAAATTATGAACATAACATGAACTACTTAAAAAATGGAGTAAGTGACGGAGTTATAGATTCTATGTGTGAATTAACTATTAGTTTTTTAGATACAAATGAATACATGGATTATATGGTACTGATGTATATTCTTCAAAAATATAAAGAAAATATGGCTTTCATAAATTTAAATGATGATTTGTACAATATATTGAAAAAACATATTTATGAAAATTTCAATAGAATAATTATTAATTGTAGTCCAATAAGAAAAAAGTACTTTATAAATGGAAAAGAAAGTCACAAATTTTATGGTGACATCTATAAAAAAATTGATAGTATACTAAATGATGTAACAAAATCAACTAACAATGAGAATTATTCAAACTTATTGTTTTTGAGAGGAAAATATACAGATATTCAACATTTATTGGATCTCGATGATTATGTCAATCTAATGAATATGGACGTTGAAGAATATTTTAATCATTACTGTAATAACAACAACACTATAAAATTAAAATATGAAAAAAACAATTGTTATGGTTTTGAGAACATTTACAGAAAAATGTTGGCATCTCAATATAATTATGTACCAATTAACAGGGAATTAATTTTCACAGATATTAAAAATCTCAACTGTGTAAAATCAAATCCTGAAACTTATGTGAAAGAAAGTAGAGAATCTTTGAAAAAAATAAGTGATGTCTTTAAATTAAAATGTAATATGATAGAATTAAAAAGAACAGCATTTTCGATTTACAATGAAATTATAAAAAATTATAGAAATATAACTACAAAAGATTTTGACATTGACTATACTGACAATAACTGTATTGATATTTCAATGTACAATGTTTATAGAAATAATAGGTATCCACTTTCAACAGGTGAGTTACAAATAATAAAAATTTTGTATCACATTTTCGAATCAGAATACAGTATAATTATTTTTGATGAACCAACAATGAATATTCATAGTGTATGTAGTGAAAAAGTATCGGATATTATTAGTTCATCGAAAGTAAAGAATAAACAGTATATTATTGTGACGCATGATCCATCTTTTCTTAGTTTGGAATTACTAGACAATTTAATATATTTTGGTGAGAATGGTTGCAAAAATTTTAGTTCAAATGAAAACAATAACAGGGGTGGTGATAAAAAGATTATTATTGAAAGAAAAAAAATGTTATTTTCGGATTATTGTATATTTGTCGAAGGTTACACTGATTTTCGTTTTTATAGTATATTTGTGGAATGTCTGACAAAATATGTTAGGAACAAAAATTTGATCAAATATGATAAAATACTTAATCGAAAATATGATATTATCCCAACTGATGGTGGAGGAAGTACCATACATGAAATTTGTGATGGGTTAGGAATTAAATATAAGTCTGTGTATGATTACGACAAAATATATAAAAAGGTAACACCGAATGAAAGTGATAAGATAACAAAAGGTACTGAAACATTGACATTTTTAAGAAAACATAAAAAACTTCAGGTTGTTTATGAAGAGTTAACGAAAAAATGTGGCAATGAAATAATAAGTTCACAAGATATAATATCCTTAATAAATGATGGTAGGTTTAACGATTGCCGAAATATTGACGTTTGTAACTTAATATATATTATTATAAAATTATTCGACTGTGATGATCTCAATATCAATTTTTTGCTATTGGACAAACTTCAGGAAAATAGTGGATGTAAATTTAATAAACATAAAGAAACAATATGTGAATTATTAACTAATTTTGACAATAAAGAAGGTATTATACTTCGAGACATTTTGAATACAAATGACATTAAATCGAATTTAAAAAATGCTTTTATTGAATTTGTTATTTACAGGGGAAATTATTATATTAAAGACATTGTTGACAACATCAACAGTTGCGGAGAAATATTAGTAATGGATTACGAATTAAAAGACTTAGAGCAGATGTCAAAAATATTATTTAATTTTAGCGGAATTAAAAATGATATAATAAAAATGAGTAATAATGATATTCGTGATAAAATAAATGAACATTTGGATATAATATCCGAAAAATATTTAGATATGTTTCTGAATTTCTTAAATAAATAAGTGAAAATTATTAATTGATTCAAATTTTATTTTATTAGCAGTTACAATTAATTCGCGTTATTTATGACTATAAATCTCATATTTTTCGTGCACATAGACGCCAAAATATCTATTTCCACTTCAAAATTCATCAATTGATAGATATGTTTACAAATGAGGATAATGCATGACGAAATACTATATTAAATTACAAGACAGTATAACCTATATTAAATATAAAAACAATTGACAAATTATTACTTAAAAATGTAATAGTACAACATATTATATGAATTTCGGAATAATTATTCAGCCAATTACCAATACAAAAATTGATGATTATTTTGAGCATCTTAAAAATCTTTATGATAAAATGCTGACCTTACACAATGAAATTAGTAGTGATTTACACGACAAACAATATTTTGATAATGACATTGTAAAAAATAATTATATATTAGAGAATGTTATTACTTTTTGTAATAATTTAAATTGTATACTCGATAAAATTATTTCATTATATTTTAGAATATTTTCAGAGTCAAAACCTGATTGTTATTACACGAGTTCTCCAATTAGTGTAGCTGATTCTTTATTTAAAAATTCTGACTACAATGACAATATCAAATCCGTAATGAAATCAGAAGTGGAGTATGTGATTAATTACATCAAGGACAGTAAGTTTAAAAATGTTCAGAAATTAAGATATAATCAAATAGCAAATATACAAAAACATGATTTTCCTGATTTTGATATAGACATTAAATGTACAAAAGACTATATACCATCATATACTATAATATTCAAAAATAATAACACTGATGATAATATAGATGATATATTAGTACTCTTTAGTTTAGTATTAACAGAATTAAAAGAAATATTAAATTTTATTTATGATAGAGTTCAATATTATCTTAAAATATTTAATTTGTATAACGATAAAATATTTATTTCCAATCAAATAGTAGGTTTAAATAAAAATAACGAGCCTGATCATTATGAAATTGAGTATAGATATTCAGGAAATAAGTTTTACTACAATGTTTTAATGAAGGAGGAATACATTATTAACTTAAACTGTATCATTAATAACTCAGCGTTTTATCAGTTAAAAAAGTTTTTGGATTTTTATCTAGAGAAAAAAGAAAAAACGAAATTGCTATCAGAAATTAACAAACCAAACATACAATATAATTTGAATCATTACAAAATAAAAACCAATGACAATAATAATAATTCACACCAAAATTTATTTCTCAATATGTTAGCAAAAAATTTAAACAAATTCGATTGCGATTTTGACGTAGATGAGCTATATAATAGTTATTTTGAAAATGGAGCAAAATTGATTTTAAATAATTTGGTGGGAATACAAGATGATATAAAATACATATTTAATAATAAAAAAAATGACGATATTGATGCAGTAATCAGTATTCACAAAACAATTTCAAGATTAAGTAATAATATGGAAATTAATGACAAAAAAAATGTTATTGGTCATCTTTTAGAAGCTTTAATTGATATGTTATTAAAAGAAATAATTAATAAATACGTAAATTGTGAAAATTATCAAAACAAAATAAATAATAAGATTAAGAAATTAGAGGAATATGTTCAAAAGCTACCCATAAGTTATATTTACTATTTTGACCTAATAGTTTATGGTGGGGATGAACATAAAAGAAATAGTGTTCTAACCATTTTAAAATTATGCAAAAAATCTCAAGACGAAATAGTAATACGAGTAACAGAAAATAGTGTGTTACGACATCAGATAGAAGAGATAATTGACTCAAAACATTTACCAAATATTAAATTACAATTCCAAAGTTAATTTTTAATTATTATCATTAAATTTAAGTTTCTTATCACTTTCTTTTGTTATCGGAGTTTATATGTAATAAATATTTAAATTATGGTGATACACAAGAAAAAATGCAGCAGTGCTATATTTCAGTGATACAACTTTTAATAAAATAATAAAAAGAAGCAAAAAAAGTACTTAAAAATTAATGCACTCTAAATTTTATTAAATGGGTAATAAATGGTCAAACAAAGTTAATGCAAATAATAATGTAGGGAATAATTATAATGATTTACCCACTAATTTAGTTTATTTAGTTGGAATAATATCTTTAGTGTGGTTCGGAGAAAGACTTGTTATTAATGTGTATAACAAATTAACTCCTAGCGATACTAAACAACACTTTGAAGCTATAGCACAAGGCCTATCTATTTTATCGAATAATCAAGCTCCTTTACTGCAAGTCCAAGTTTTAGAAAAACACACTGAAATTGAAATAAAGAAAATAGAATTAGAAATTAAAAAACTAGAATTAGAAAATAAAAAAAGGATTTTTATTCGAAGTAATATGTAATGAAAATTGATATACGCATTTGTTTTGTTAGCCGACTAATCAAAAAATACTTGTAATTGATAAAGCATATAAGTATAATCACAACATTCAATCACATTTGGAGTGTTTTAAAATAAATTTTAATTATAAATCTTAAAGTAATATAATTTGGGATTGATTTTATTTTTCAATATTTCCTAGAGTTGATTTTTCCAAATATTACCTGAAAATAAAATTTGGTCTTTTGGTATATGCATAACAAATGTAATTAAGTATAATTTATATTAACACATCTTTTTGATATTATGTCATTCTTTTAAAATTGATTTAAAAAAGTGAATAGTCACCACTATAACCTGGAACAAATGGAAGATTTTAAGTCAAACATAATTAAAAATGTCAATTATATGGAATATTTTTATGACAAAATAAATCGCATAGTAAGAGAATATAATATAAATAAAAAAGCTGTTGTTGGTACCCCGTTTTATAATATGAATAATTATATCACAAATCCAAATTGCGCCATAAATTTAGATCATAACAACACAAATCGTAAAACCCATAAAATAAATTGTTCTGATTCGTTTAAGATTATTGTAAATTTCAATAATTTTTGTATATACTTAAATGCTTTTTTGGATAAATACATAAAATTTTTAATATCAAATTTTGTTTCTCTCGAAACCGAAATTGCGCGCAATCAATCCTTTAATGAAATATTAAAGAATTTAAACCTTAAAATCAATGGCGAAGATCACAATATTAAGGATATTTTAAACGAAAATTCTAAAATTAGTTTACGAATTGTTAATGAAACAGATAGCAAAAAATATAATGGTCAAAATATATTCAAGGACAACAATATAAAACTATCAAGAATATATTTTAAAATATTTGAAAATAATGCTGACTTATTGAGTAAAATATTTAATGACGAAAGGAAAAACAGCGTTTTCATCAATGAAATAAAAAAATTTTATGATTTTTACAAAAATTCCAGTATGAGTATTTCAAGGAATTCGGAAATAGGAAATTTATTAAAACATGATTTAACTGATTATAATATGCACATACTTGAAGGTGATAATGAAATAAATAAATATAAAATAATAATAAGAACTCTCTACGACAAAGAAATTTTACTAAAAAATAAAAAAGAAGTTTCGATTGAATGTATGTGTAGTGAAATAATCAGAGAAATTCATGATTATTTCATAAAACAAGTCAAAACAATGGATCAAATCAAACTTATGTGTAGTAAATTCATTGGAAATAACTTAAGTAGACATTGTAGTCAAAGCGGAAAAATACATTTTTTTAAGTGGATTAACAATAATATAGAAATAGTAGAAGTTGATGTGAAAATAAATATGGAAAGTGGAAAATATGTGTTCAGAATGAGTTATAATGAAGTTGATAATTTGCACAATGAACCATTAATATATAGTGGCATTATCGAAAATATAAATAAGGAAAATTTCAATATACATAAATATATTATTTTTAATGACGATCAATTGGATTATGAATTGATGAAATCAGAATTAAATGATGATAATTTGTCACTTGTAAGAAGATGTTTGTTTGAAAAAATTAATAATTTTATGGCAAATCGTACAAACAGAATAAACGTAAATAGTCGGAGTTTAAATATTTTAAATATCGAGGACGGGGATTTTGATTTTCTGAATTAATTTATAAATGAAATTTGATCGTTTAAACAATTGTTGTAGTAATTATCACAATAATTGGAATTCAATTATATGATAATTAGTAATTGTGGAGATGATCTCTAATCAAGTACATTGAAAATTATTTGGAATAATAAATAAATTATAAGCAGACTTATTTTTTACCCTTAACAATAATTGATTTTTTCTTACCAGATTCTTTTCTTTTTTCAACTATATTTTTAACATTATTAATATTTTCAATATCATTTGAATCATTACAGTTTTCATCATTATTTTGAATTTCTGTGTCTAATTTATTATTGTTCATACAATTTAATTCTTTGCTGTGTGAATTATTGTTTTTTTTTGATGTTTCCAAAACAAGTTTCATCATTTGTTTTGTTGCCTCCTCCTGATGTTTCAAAGTTGTTTGTATACTGTCTCTTAATTTGTCCATAAATTCGAATTCTTCATCAAGCTTGTACTGTTTTATGATATGTGGTTTAAGTACCAAAATAATCACATTTTTGACATCATCTGAACTAATAGCCGGATACCCAGAACCAGTACTCTTGCTTATCAAATAATTAGTCACATCATCTCTTAGTACATAAAAATACAAATAATATGGAATCACTTTTAAAGGTCTCATTATTATAAATCCTGTGGACAATAGTAAATTTTCTTTATAATTACTTTTTGTAATTACATTAATATTTTTGTTATTCGGTCTTACGCTGGACAATAATACATCATTAATTTTTGCGGTTCTCTTTGCTCTTGATGGTAAATTTTTGTCATTATTCAGTCTTTCTGTTTTAAACTCTAGACAATTTCCTATATCCAAATATTCGACAAAATTACCAGTAATTTTTTCCGGTTTAGGATTAAATTCACACACATCCCCCAGTTTATACTCATCATAATCAACCCCCTTCTCACCCATAGTAGTAAGCAATTTAATCAATCCACAAATAGATTTTTCCTTCTGACTTTGGAGACTTTGGAGACTTTGGAGACTTTCATTGCAGGGATTAAGCACATCAAGATACAGTTTGACGGTGTTTATGTCTTCTGGGATGGGAATTTCGTATTTATTTAAGTTTTCTTTGTTGATGTGCCCCAAAGTTGATCCGTTAAATAATTTGTTAATGAATTTTTCCCAATTATTTTTAATATAATAATATAGGTACGTAGTTGTTTCATCGTTCACTGTTGTGCAAACAAAATTATCAGCGGAACATGAAAAATTATCATCCAAAAATAGAGATCCTTTACCACCCGTTCCAAATATTAAAGATAATTCTTTTGGATAGTCAAGAAAATCACATTTTTTTATTTTATCAGACGATGTATAAAATCTATATATTCCTTTTTCATTCTCATCAGCTGCTTTTCTTTTCGATTTTGATTTATATTTCAATATATCACCCAATTTAACCAATTTAAATCCTTTATTAACTTTGATATTTTCCTTTATATAATTTTTATGATTCAAACTGTAATTATTTTTAACAATTTCATCATATTGAATACACATATAATCCTGATTATGTTCTTTCCATTTGTAGCTAAAAGGTTCAAATTGTTGAATTATTTTTTTTGTTTGAGGATTAATCTCATTAATCGTAATTACTTCATCTTTGTTATTTTTTTCTACCGATAATTCACAAAAATTAATACAATAATTTTTATATACGGGTTGCTTGTTCCTAAATATCAATATTGATGTTTTGGTACTTGTATTTTCGAAAGCATCTTGAGGAACAGAGATAACCCATTCAACTTTATAATTATCAACTAAATGTTTCCTTAGGTTCGAAAATTTTTTGTCAAAAAATATACCCTCCTTCAATACACCAGCATAAGTTCCATCATCATCTAACAAAGCCATACCAAGAATTAATGACAATGTTTCCTTGTTGTCACCAGTGATCAAATACTTAGCATAATCATCATCATTTTTTTTTCTAATGCATCCAGTTTTAGCCACATGTTTTATTTCTTCATTAGCATTTTTCAAACAAACTTTATCATCTTCATTTTTACCCTTATCTCCACCATAAGGAGGATTCGTCAAGTAATATTTAAACTTTCTTTTTTCAAAACTGTCTGCAAAACTATTTTTCCATTCAACATTTGACTCTTTAATCTTAAACTCTTCATCCAATTTATAAGGAATAGTACCAGTCAAACTCATAAGTTCTATTCTACCAGATTTAATTATAGAGTCATCAGTATCACAAGCATATATATTTTTAATTTCCTTTTCCCAATCAATATCACCATTGTTAATATTCAAATATCTAATGTATTCAGTAACAAATCCACAACTACCACAAAAGGTATCGGTCATTGATTGAACATGGAATTTTGTATCTAATTGAGGATCAACTTTAGCCATAACATATTTTACAATTTTTCTGTCAGTAAAATATTGACCCAAATCATCAATCTGAGAACCAGATTTAGATCCTTTATTTTTTCCGGTAATAAATCCTAGAAAATATTCATAATTTTTGCCACCAACGTCAAATTTATCTGTATCAATAGCATTAATTCTTCTAAAAACTTCACCCAAAGCATCATCTTTGATTTTAAATTTTTCGAATGGCAAATGAACAAACAAAGCATCTTTTACAATACTTTTTGAATCGTAAATTTCCTCAATCACATCACCAACTCTTGTGACAAGATCATCGGGGTCCAATTTAAGCATGTCAGAAAATAAACATTTTTTAGATAATTTTATTTTGCCATTAATGATCAAGGGTTCTAATAATTTTAGACCAAAAATAAAGTTAAAGATGGCTAAAGCGCTTTTACCATATTGAGAAAATTTGTTTCGAATAAGATTATGTATACTGTGATAATGTTCTCTCAATTGTTCATCATTATTTATATCGTATTCATTCTTTGAGGCGTTTGACATTTTTGATAATAATAATAAACATTTTACAATATACCATTAGAATGTCAATTTTTTTGTTGATAAATAAATTATTTTAATAATTTTAATTTTCTTTCAAAAAGGGAATCAAAGTTAGATAATGAACCGTATAATTCTTCCGGCATTAAAGGTAAATTCAAAGATTTTGCGTGTTTGAAATAATCTCTTTTATTGGTTATATTTTCTTTATCGAGAATCTGTTTTAATACTTTACTAGACTCAGGATATTTAGATGTGTCAATGCCCAGATAATCATACCAATTTTTCCAAATATTTTTGTAATAGTTTTTAGGATCTTTTTTAAATTTGGATTCTTTGAGACATTTATAATATTCATTTTTACTCATTAATCTAAATTTTTTGTTAAGATTTTTATCCATCTCATATTCTTTCATTAAATTTTCATTTTCATTGGTATTTTCTGATGTCTGTTTAATTATTTCTTTTTTAAGAATATCTCTAATATTTCCCCAGTCAAATTCTTTATTAATGAGTTTTATATCCAAATGAATGTCATGTTTTTTATTACCATCTATCTTAATTTTTAAAACACGTTCAGTTTCATCATAATCAGTTTCTTCTAATAATTTGGATAATTTTAAAAACTCGTCTCTGGAATTATCTTGAACGGTTAAAGAGGCAATTTCCCTATAATAATTAATGATCTTATGTACAGTTAACATGCTATTATTTTTTTCTTTATCCGCCACAAATAGATCTATGACAACTCCTCTCTGTTTCTTTCTTTTTGTAGGATCTATATGATCAGGTCTAATCAACCTACCACTAGTTTGTAAAGCCACTAAAATACTTCTAATCCTAACAGCATCCAAATATAATCCACAATCAAGGAATTTAATATCAGAACCTTCTCTATGTCTGTTCACACATAATAAAATACTATTTCCTTCGGACTTATAAAATTCATCGCGATCAACATCATAATCATCCTCATATTCTCCATCTTTACTCGAAGTAACATAGACTTTTAACTCTGGATAATTTTCTTCGAAAAAATCGGCCCATTCTTTCATTTGTTCAATAGTTCTACACCAGGCTATTAATTTTTTGTATGGAAGAGAAGGTAATATTTCTTTGACAATTTTGTTTGTTATATCTTTGTTTGTATTGCCAATACTCTTACCTTTAGTGTTTTCTACTTCAATATAATGAAATTTGAATGGTAGTATAATATCGTCTCTGATCGCGTCCAATAAACTGTAAGTAGAAATAATATTAAGTTTTTTATCATTCGAATTTATATCCATAGTACTACTAAATATTTGGACTATATTACCAGATTTTCCCCTAAGAGGAGTAGCACTAAAACCAATAAACGGAATACCCCCGTTATACTTTAAATCGAAAGCAGTCTGATAGATTATTTTTCCTGAAATATCGTGACATTCATCCATAATTGCCAAATGAGTATTCGTTTTATTCAAATTTGCAGAACTTAACTTAACTCTCATATCATCAGTGTTAATAATTAATATAGTTGGTTTTTTAATATTTTTTTTATTAATCATTGAATCAATAAATTTTTGTTCATGTTTTATATTTAGACAATCAAAAACATAAAACTGATCGATGTCAATAATATTTCTTTTCTTCCATTCTAATTTTATTTCGTCTGATATTATAAATTTTTCTCTTCCTTTTATGTTTTTAACCTTTTCAAAAAACATTTTTTCAAGTATAACTTTATGTTTGCAAAACAGTAAATATATTTTGTTTACATCACCATTATTTTCATAAGTTTTATTCAAATGTTGTTGGATAGTTTGCAGAATAAGATATGTTTTCCCAGCTCCCATTATTTGATTGTGTATACCACTACAAAAGTTCTGTTTTATCATTACATTAATTGCTTTTTTTTGATTATCTCTCAGATATGACATATTAAGTTCCTCTCTTTGTTTTTTATTGAAATTTTCAAAAATGGGATCATGTACAATTTCGTCAACATTGTCTTCACCATAATCATTAGTATCATTTTCATCTAACTGATCTTTATTATTCACAAGTGAATTGTTTAATGTATTTTCTTTATTTGGCGATATAAAAACATTATTGTTCAATAAGAATGCTATAAGCATTTGAGCGCAATTAGGTAAACCACTATAGTATTTAATTATTTCATCATTACTCTTTTTTCCTTTTATTAGATTATCAATAATTCCTTGTTTCATAAGATTGATTAGTTTGGGATCACTTTTGACAATATATTTGATTATTTCTTGATCAATAGAATAAGTCAAACAAAATATTTCTTTGTCTATATCATTATCAAATTGGGAGTATAAATTAGCCAATTGATTAACATAATTCAAATTTTTACTTATATTTTCCATTTATACATTAGCTATATTTTTATTTTTTCAATACAAAACTTGGTCAATTTTTTTAATAATATAATGATGACTAATTTAAAATATTTAAAGTAAAAAGTACAATAAAATCCATTATATTGTTAATATAATGGATTTTAGTAAATTATTGGATATAATAAAAAAAACTCCAAAAGAGCAAATACTAGACAAAATAGATTTTTTAGAAAAAAATTATGTATTAGCTGACATAAAATATGCACTTTATACTGTTCATGGGCCAAACACAATAATTGAAGAAAGAGAAAAAAGAGATGGTCAAATTAATTTACGGAAGCAAGTATTAGTAAGAGATAAATCCTGTGTAATTACTGGTCATAATAGCGAGTGTTGTGAAGTATCGCATATTAAACCTTTTTATGATTGTAATAATGAAGAGAAGTATGATAAAAATAATGCATTATTGTTAAGCTCATCATATCACAAATTATTTGATAAATATTATTGGTCTATAAATCCAAAAACAAAAAAAATAGAAATAAGCAACAAGGTTGTAGACAATTCTTTTCCAATCTTTTTATACAAAGACAAAAAAATAAAGTTAAACGAAGAACAATTACAATATATGAAAATTCACTATAAAGAATTTAAACGAAATAATAAATAAAACATTTATATGGACTATCCAATGAATCGTTATTAAATAGCGCTACTGATTGTCTAATTTAAGGCATGGTTATGTAGTCGCACAGATATTCATTTAATTTTATATCTAAATTTATCTGTTTAATCACGTATTTTATTATCAATAATATTGACAAAATCAGTGACATTTGGCTCCATATTCTTTAATCTTATCAGCGCGTCATCATCAACATATTGTGTATCTTCATGATAAACTTGGGGGATCATAGTTGTACGTCTTAATTTCATTTGAGAGTAAGTTTTTCCAAATAGTGAATTTATAAAAGTACTTTTTCCAGTAGAAACTGGCCCAATAATACCTATTCTGATTGTAAGTTCTAGATTGTTCATTTTTACATACTAAACTTATTTTTTAATGGAAAAGATTTAATTTTCAACATTTCGATAATTTTACTCAATTTGGCGCATTAAAAATTGAAATTTATTTAGATTGTATTAGTATATATTAAACTACCATAATTATCACAGATGTATAACTCAATAGAAACACTTAATAACATTTCTCAACAGATTGAAGAAATTAATTTAGCAAGACAAGTTGGTAAAAATGAATTCAACAAAAAAGTCGAAGAATATAAAAAAAATAATAATGGTCGCATTGATATTTCAACATATTATCTGATGTACAATGAATATTTAAATAAATATATTTTGAATGTTGATCACGATTCAATTACGAATAAAATCAATTTGGTTGCGCAGAAAGAATTAGAAGAAACAAACAAAAAGAAAAAGCAATTAGATGAATTAAAAAACGATTGTTTTAGATGTTTACTTATAATGGTAGATTTGCATCCTGATAACATACCTTCGTATGTCGATTCTTATACTACTAATATTGATAATAATGAGAGGATTGTTATGTTAGTAAAAGGAAAAAGTGGAAATTACAGCGAAATCCGAGATAATGAGTATTATATTGGCGAAAAAATGTGTGTGGATGCAAATAATAATTTGACAAATTATAGAGAATTTTATTTTAGAATACCTGACGAGTATCTCGCCGATTTTGAGTGCATAAAAAATGGAGTTCTATGTAATGTGAGCGACAAATACAAGGATTTGATGAAACTAAAATTGGGAAAATATTTCCTCAAATATTTTCTTATGGTTGGATCTCAGATGCATTAAGTTTATAAATTGGAATTTTTTTATTAATAATCTTAGACGTCTATTATTTTTTTTATTATATCGACCAATAAACTAACATCTACTTTAGCATTATGTATGCCTTTAGGTAAAACTTTATAATAATGACAATATAATTCACTTAAAGTAGGCATTTTATATTTGTAATTTTTGTTAAACTTCATAGGAAATTTGCAAATGTCTCTACCATATTCCCCAGTACAGAAATATTTTTTGTTATCCAAAATACTTTTTAACTTATTGATACAATTATTAAATTTTAGTCTGTGACATTCATTGATTAAAATAAACAAATCGAACAAACAATTATGGCCAACAACAATATCACAATTTTTAATAGCGTATGCTAATCCTTTATAATTTAGTATATTGCTCAATAATTCACCATTTTGTTTAGCCATTTGATGGGTGATATTATGAATGTTACTGTTGTCAATGCGATCAAAATCAATAGGTTTTCTAATATATTCGTTTATATTTATATTGTTTAGTTTTTTGGATTCACAATTGTTAATAAAAACCCAAGCCACAGAAACAATTCTACTGGAATCATATTTACTGTTATCAGTGTAATCATAATATTCATCCTTTCCTATCTTAAATCCCTTCTTTTTAGTAGGAAATCCAGTTGTTTCAAGATCGAATATCAAAATATTTTTTCCTTTAATATCAGCCAGTCGCATATATATATTATTTATATAAACAATGAAATAAATAAACATGATCCATATTATTGTTATAAATAGCCAAAACTATTGTAGATTATGTTGTCAAAAATATGGTGAATAATGTTAAAAGTTTAACCAGTATTATTATCATTATTTTGATCAACATAAAGAGCAATAGTTTTATTATTTTGAATTAGCAAAGCCATCAACAACACTTCGTGAAAACCAATGGCTTCGGCCAATTAAATGTAATTAGACTACTACAAATAAATTTATCCACCTTATAACCTTTTAAGTCGACAAAACTAGTATAATTATGTTGTTAAAAATATGGTCGATAATATAAACAATTTAACCAGCATTATTATCATTATTTTGATCGGCATAAACAGCAATAGTTTTGTTATTTTATTAAACAAAGCCACTGACAACACTTCGTGAAGGCCATGGCTTTGGAACTAAAAAAGATGAAAAACGGAACATACTGGCAAGTCCATGAAAAAATCTCTTTAATACGTCAATAGACTAGGCTTCCTGTCCAGGGAATAATCACAATGCCCGTACTATTGATGTTGCTTGAAAGGCGTAGGTTTTTTCTACTACCTATTAATATGCATTTATTCCAAATATTTTTTGGATTTTTACGATATTACAATGCCGATCATTTTTGCATCAGTTACGACTGTTGTTGACATATTTTTGCTTAGGAAAATTAGTTGACACAGCAACTTTAAAAGGTTGACTTAAAGCGAAAATGATTATTTTGTATTAAAGTAAAGAAAAGAGAAATAATAGAATAAATGAATCAAAAAAAGAGGAACACTTTACCGGAAAGTGCCATCTGTAACCGTATGGAGAAATCTTAATAGTTGCAGCTTAACTGGATACTCATTTCCAATTGTGAGGAAAAGAGGACGGTATTGGTTAACAACCTTTTAATAAAAGCTCAATTTGACAAATTGACTTTTTCCTTCGAAAGGAGGTTTTTTCGAAAACAGTTGCTCAATTTAAAAAACGACAAACAAAGAAATTTATTTCACTAAATTCACTTATCGAAAGTCCAGAAAACTTGGAGGAAAAGAAGCCAGAAGTAACTAACCTAATCAAATTACAAAATAATGTAAAGAGTATTTGGACAGCGAATGATACCATAAAGAGATTAGAAAAGTTAAAAGATAATTCTAGACTGAAAAATGCCAATAAATTTCAAGAAATAGTAAAAAACGTCAATAAGTTCCAAGGAATAATGAAAGAAGATTATGTAGAAATGATATTATCATTTTTTTTCTTGGGAGAAATAAGAGAGATTGGATGTCTACGTTTAGTGTGTAAACTATTTTACGATGTAATTACCAATGTTAAATACAAAGATACTAATCTTCTCAAGTGTGAAAATAATTATTTTTACTATATTGGCAAAAGATTAAACTTGGACAAAGATTTACTAAACATTTACAGAGATCAGTTGATTCTAGAGAGATCATACATACGGAGTGTACTACTTGGAAAAGAAAACTTGGAGAGTATTAGTTCAAATTTCAAAGAGAAACGAATTAAAAGTAAATCTGGTTTGAAGTTTTATTCATCAAATTATCAATTGAGAAGCGATTATGTAAAATGGTGCAAAATCAATGGATTCCCCATTTTGATGTGCGATGAGTTATCAATGGAAAACAGTTTTACAACATTCTTAATACTAGAAAGAGATGAAGTAGAATGTTTCAGAACGTTTAGCAAATTAACGGATGGTTTATTGTCACACAATATTGAAAAAAACATGAGTATAGTTTCAGAAATGTTAACGAAAAGTATGTTAGCTCATGGACGAACAATAAATGAATTTAACTTTCTCAAATATTTTGAATGGTGTAAAAGTTACAATGCAAAATCGTCTATTGTAGAATATCATGATCTCGATTGCGATTGTAGAGCATGTTACCGAGAACAATATGAAGATACTTAATAATTTTTTATTACTTATTATACCGTCGTAATATATAAAATAATATAATTAAACAGTATCAATAATATTTAGTTATTTTAATTTATAAAGCTGTCTGATAACACCTATAAATGTAATTAGGTTGTCAATATATAATATTATTAATATTATCACATTTTTAATGGACAAAACTATTGTGAGTGTGTTGTTAAAAATACAGCATTAATATTAACAGTTTCACAATATTATTTTCGTTATTTTGATCATCATTATTATCAATAGTTTTACTAATTTACTAATCAAAGCCATTGACGATACTCCATAAAGAACAAGGCTTAGGCGCAAATATATTGTTTTTTGATATGATATTCGTCAATTCCTAAAAAATATAGTGGTTGATTGTCATATTAATTCAGAAATCTTATCATATAGTTAAATAACTACAAGATAATTTCTCAGAAAGATTACGGAGAAAAGTATAAATAATTTAACTTTTTATATAAATACAAATTCTAAAGTTATAGCAAATTCTAAAGTTATAGCAAATTAAATGTGCACACATTCTTAAAGAAGAAAGGAGTAAATTGACGCATCTAATAATAACTCATTTATGTTACCAATTAATTTTTTATTGGAAATGATAATCAAAATAAATATCATTTTATGAATTAGCAAGTTTTGGCAATTCCAAAAGGATTAATGGATGGTTGAGATGGTTGAGAATTATAATAACTATTAATTTCTACAATAGAATCTGAATTACAAATGTTAGTTATCATTTCAATTTTAACGGCTTTATTGGATATTATATCGTAATCAGAACAAATTTTTCTCAAAGTTGTAACAGGTAATTTTGTTAATTCGGACACTAAATATTCATCATGATCAAAAATGGGATTATTTACCAAAAAATTTCTACAATTCAATATTTTACTATCAGAGTAGTCATATGAATTACAGATATATATTACCTCAGAAGCTGATAATCTTTTGACAAGATTTTTTTTTATACTGATCAGAAATTTGAAAATCATTTCGAATATTAAATTTGTATTGTTTCATAAAATCGATCATATTTTGAGTACCCATACTTAAGTTACAATTAGAACATACAGGTCTCAAGTTTAATACGTTTATCTCGCCACCTTTTGCTTCAGATATTATATGACCATATTGGAAATTCGTTTTAGTTATAGGTTCATCGTTGCAACAGAAACATTTATCAATTGCCTTATCAATACCAACATAAGTGTTCCAAACTTTATTTCTCACAGCTGATGGAATTTTCTTCTTGCCCATTTAATTAATTAATTAAATACCAATTTACTTAATTAAAATAAAAATCAAATTTTTGAATATTAAAAATTGAAATAATTTACATTAAAGGAAAAGAAGTTAATTTAATAAAAATGACTGATAATGCAAATGAAAAAATGGAACCTGTTACTATGAATGATGGTACAGTTTATTATATACCTTTTAGTGATAGTATTATGGAAGAAATAGGAATAAATCTAGACGCATTTAATGAGGATCATCGTTTTAATTTAATGGATTATCAAAAATACGTGAAAGATTACTATGAACAAGTATATTCTTATAAAAAGGAATTAAATAATATGTTAAATTCTAATTTTATGATATTGAGAAGAAAAAATTTGCCTTTGGAAATGTGTCATGAAATGAATATGTATTTAAAATATAATTTATTAAAATATTATGATAAACTGATTAGAAAACAATATCCAGATCAATTTATAAAAATAGCTTTAGATAAGAGATATCGGGAAGATAGTTATATTTATGGTTCAGCCGGTGAAAAGTTAAAAAAAGATTATATCGATCCATTCGAAATAAAAGAATTTCAGAAAAAATATGGTTTTGATATTGATCCCAAAAAAATAGAAGTGAATAAAGCCAGTAAAAATAATGCACCAAAAAAACCGAAATTAGAAGAATCAATTAAATTACCAGTTATTATGCCAAAAAAACCGAAATTAGAAGAATCAATTAAATTACCAGTTATTATGCCAAAAAAATCAAAATCAAGAACATCAATTAAATTACCAATTATTACGCCAAAAAAGACAGTAGTTAAAAAGAAGCCAAAAAGAAATATAATTGATAAATAATATTATTTTATTCACCTAATTACATTATATCGGACAAAACTATTATAATTATGTTGTTATAAATAGAGCTGATAATATTGACCATATTAACAATATTATAACCATTATTTTTGATCGGCATAATCTACAATAGTTTTATCATTTGAATATTATCAAAGCCACTGATGATACTTCGCAGGAACCATGGCTTTGTCGGAATAAATGTAATAAGGTGATCGAAATAATATTATTTATTAAGCTGGTTACATTTTATCGAAAAAAATTATTATAATCAACAATATTTTTTATTATTTTAGTTGCATTAAGCCTTTTACGACACTTTGTCCATAATATTGAAAATAAAAAGTAAAAGAAATTAACCGATATATTATTATCAAATAAATGGAAAATATATTGAAGTTAAATAAAAATGACAAAAAGTTTAAAGAATATTATAACAATTTGCAAATGATCAAAATGGTGTATGATTTGGACGTCAACAATGATATTCTTACGGATCTCATTGAAATAAAAAATAAGTTTGAATCTTTTGACAATATTCGTTGTTGGTTGATTAAATTATTCGATTTACAGAAAAAAAACATTAGCTACTATGATAGTTTTAGAACGATCTATTACAAATCCGGTGATAATTATAATAACACTTTTGAAGCAGAAAATTTGTTCATTATGGTGGCTCATAAAATTGTCATATTAACAAAAATGTTTGAAGACAACAATAAAATGATAGAATTTTTATCAACCAAAGTCAAAAAGGAAGAAATATGCTTGATAAAGTTTGTTATCGAGAACACAAGTGAATATAACCAATATATTTTTTAATTATTTTATATGTCTAATTACATTTTATGGGGAAAAACTATTGTAAATCATGTTGTCAAAAATATGGTCGATAATATTGACCATGTTTAACAGTATTATTATCATTATTTTGGTCATCATAATCGACAATAGCTTTGTTAATTTATTAAACAAAGCCATTGACAGCACTCCGTGAAGACCATGGCTTTGTGTGGATAAATTGTAATTAGCCAACCATTTAAGAATTATTTTATTTGGCTTATTACATTTTATCGGAGCAAAACTATTGTGGATTATGTTGTCAAAAATAGGTCTATAATATTGATCGTTACTACTAATATTATTATCATTATTTTGGTCATCATAATCTACAATAGTTTTGTTAATTTACTAAACAAAGCCATTGATAACACTTCGTGAAGACCATGGCTTTGGCAATTAAATTCTCATTATAACAAAAATTGAAAATAATAATAAAGGCATATGTTTTTGATCATCATTATTGTATAAATGAAATTTTTAATCTGTCTATTATTGTTGTGTGGATATGTATTATCATATTATGGTGATATTTTAATTAAATTAAATGGTGGTAATAAGATTTATTATCATTTAAAAATTCATAATAGGATAAAAGTGAATGTCAAAAATGTTAATATCGATTATTTTGGAATTAAGGAGTGCAATGCATTTGATGTGATGAAAATCAACGAAATTGAATGTTTAGTGTTTTCGTATGATTGTTCAAATGGTTACACTAATTGTAGTTATCATACAAATTGTCCAATTGAATACCCTCGTTTTTCTTATGATTGTCGAGCAACTTATGAAAATTTAGATGATGATTTGTTGGAATTAGCAGTTAGTTATAATATGACCAATATAAGTAAAAATAAACTTAAGAATATTTATGGTAAAGATTATTATTTGAGTAACAGTGTTAGAGTTATGTGTACTGTGTATCGTAACGATTGTCCTTGGTCATATAAATATGGTAATGGAAGAGAATATTTTATTTCAACCATATTGACAATAACAAAAAAACCATTTATCACACATCTATTTATTCCATTTGTATTTGGTGCGATGGCAGTATGTGAGGGTTTATATTTTATATTAGGCATTGATATACTAAGTTTTTTTTATTATTGAAAAATTTGATAAAAATAATGTAAGACAAATATTATGTTTGCTAATCAGACTTTTAGGAATATGATTAAAATAAGCTTCGAAAATGATGATAGAGAGTTTGAAGTGGACGAGGATACAATTAAAAAAATTCCGTTTTTACAATCACATTATAATTTTAATAAAAAGAGCGAAGTAATAAAACTAGATTGTATTGATCATGATGAATTTAAACTCGTTTTGGATACAATTGTTGATAATAGAATAGATTTAACAAAGTTATTCGAAAATCATTTAAATAGTTTTTTTGACTCTTTGGATTTTTTGGGTGTAATGTCTAAACCTCTGGGAAAAGGTTATAAAAATTATTTAATGGATTCTATTAAAGATTTATCGAATGATGAGCATTATGAACAATTGATTGAAACACAAAACTTTATAAATAATAAAGAAGAACAAATTATATCAATGGATATTGATTTATTGACCAAACTAATTCCAGATATGACGGTTTACAAAAATATAATTCCTTATTACAATTTATATGGAAGTATTTTTTTTGGCAGAATCCCTTTTCCTATAAAGAGTGAGGGATTTTTTTCGTTGAATAAATTAATAATAAATAAATTTGAGGATATAGTGGATGATAATGGAAAAATAAACAAATTATTTTTAACAACATTCTGTTTTATTTTTGGATTACCAACAAATTGTTTTGATCGGATCATTGATAAAGATTGGTCTTTTTCACAAATACTTAATGATATTAGATATTATTATGATCGTTATTGTTTTGAAACAATTTGCGCAGAATTTGGTCAAAAATGTGTAAAAGTTATCTTGAAGAATTATAAACTGATTTCTAAATATGGTGAAAAATATGGTAATAATGGAATGAATTGGTCAGATTATACTGGTAATCATGATATTGCGATTATTAAGGAAAAGATTTCCAAAATGCTAACTGTTTATAACAATTTATTATCAGAATTAGTGAAAAATGATTACGAATTATATTTGACAGAAGAAGAGTTGAATATAATTGAAAACAGAGATAAATATATTAAAATTATAAGTGATAATTGCACAGATTTTGATTGTGGATTTATTAAAAAAATTGAATAAGATAGTATTAGATTAAATTATTTAAGTGTTCAATTTAAAATCCAAATGAATAAAATAACAATTAGTTTCGAAAATGATGATAGAGAGTTTGAAGTGGATGAGGATACAATTAAAAAAATTCCATTTTTGCAAACGTATTATAATTTTAATAATAATAAAACGAATATGATAAAGTTGGATTATAGCAATTATGATGAGGTCAAATTTGTTTTAGATACTGTCACCAATAATAATATAAACTTACTTGATTTAATTGAAAAAGAATTAAACAATCGTTGTGAAACTTTAGACTATTTTGGTGTACTATCAAAGCCATTAGGTGATGGATATATTAAAGTGCTATCTAATAGCTTAAGATCATTATTAAGCACCGATTATTATAAAGAATTTACCAATGTACAAAACTTTATAAATGATAAAGAACAACAGATTATTACGCTTGACACAAAATTATTTGATAATTTTACTCAAATAACATCTACCTACAATAACATAATTCCATTTTATAGATCAGATGGAAGCATTTTTTTAGGTAAAATTCCAATCCCAATTAAGAATCATAGAGAAAATTTAATTTCGTTGGATGATATTATTAAAAATAAATATGCTAATATATCAAATAATGATGGTAAAATAAATAAGCTGTTCTTCACAATATTCTGTTTGACTTTTGAATCATCTGAATTATTTCTTCTATTTTTGTCAGATATTTATGATTGTTCATTTAAAAATTTTGTGGACTTGTTGGATTGTTTTTGTGATAGTGGGTATGAATATTGTGATGATAATTGTGATGCACTGGAATTCAAATTTCAAGAACCTGGAAGAGTCTTTTTGGAGAACTATAAACAGTTGTGTGAACAGTGTGGTTCAAATCTTACTAAACAAAACAAATCTAAGAAAGTTAATAAAAAACAAGAAAAGATAAAAATAAAATTTGATCTATCTGATTACCTCGAAATAGAAATTGACCGAATTTTTATATTCATTGATAAGATTCTGGCTCTATACAACAATCTTGCTTCAAATTTTAAGTTAGAAGATCTTTATATGACAGAAGAAGATTTAAATCTAATTGAAAATAGAGATAAGTATATTAAAATTATAAATAAGTGTAATTCAAATAAACAATTAGAATATGGTTTTATCAAAAAAATTGAATAAAATGATTGTTTTAAGGTCAAGAGATTGCGTTATTTATGCAAATGACAAAATAGCTGAACACTCAGAAGTAATCAAAAAATGGCTCTCAACAGAAATGAAAAACAAAGACGAACAATTTGTTTTAGATTATAGTGGAAATACTGTAAATGCGCTTTTGGACTATTTGAATGGTACCTCAGTTGACATTGAGCAAATACAACACATTTGTGACTTTTTAATGATAAAAATAAATAATGAATTAATTGTGGAAAATTATTGTACAGAAGAAATTAAGAAATTAGAAAAGCAATGTGCAACACTAGAAGAACAAAAAGAGAATCTAAAAAAGCAAATTATTGTTATGGACAAAATTGAGAAATGTATTGTTCACTATTATAAAAAATATAATATTTGCGACTTATTAGGAGTCTTTATCTTCTTTTTCATCGTAATGAACATTCTTGTTGTTTCGGCAAGTATTGGAATTAAATTGTTAATTAAATTACCACTCTACATTTACAATTTTTAGTTTATTCACAAATAAAATTGATATTATTACTGTCTGTGTCACTCTAAAAATATTTATAATATCTCAATATGAATAAAATAACAATTTGCTTTGATAATGATGACAGAACGATTGAAGTAGATGAAGATACAATTAAAAAAGTACCTTTTTTGCAATCATATTATAACTTTAACAATAACATCGAGAAAACTAATACGATTAAATTAGATTGTAGTGATTATGACGAAATAAAACTTGTTTTGGAAACAGTAGTTAGCAACAAAATTAACATAATAAACTTTATCAAAGAAGAACTCAAAGAGGAGCTAAATAGTTATTTTGATAAAATGGACTTTTTTGGTGTGATGTCAAAATCATTGGGTGAAGAATTTATAAACTGTTTGACCGATCATTTGGAAGAATTTAATGAAAATGAATATTATAGTCAATTGATCAAAACACAAAACTTTGTCAATAATAAAGAACAACAAATTATTTCTGTTGAAAGAATATTATTTGATAAACTAATACCAAAAATGTCTAATTACAAAAACATAATTCCTTTTTATAAGTCGGGAAATGACATCTTTTTAGGAGAAATTCCTTTTCCCATAGATACCGATACCAGAGGGTCTGATTCTTATTCAATGGATGATTTTGTAAAAAATAAATTTGTAAATATAATGGACGACAATGGTAAAATAAACAAACTATTTTTAACAATATTTTGTTTGACTTTTAGAACATCAGCATGCATAGATTCATTGATATATGATCAGTGTTCATTTAAGACATTTACTGAACTATTATATTTATTTTCAAATAACTATGATGATGATGACGATGATGATGATGAAAAAACAATCGTTGGAAAATCCGCAAGAATTTTTTTAAAGAATAGTAAAATACTATGTAAATTATTTGGCTCAGAATTATTGGATTGTAGTGAAGATCATAGTGCCGTCATAGCAAAATTGAAAACTGCAAAAGCAGATATTGATTGGTTGGGTCAAAATGATCAGATCACTGACGAATACATTATTGAAATAATAGGACAAACTTTGACACGGTATAACATTCTGATTCTGAATTTGAGGTTAAAAGATAAGTCTGCTCTTTATATGACAGAAGAAGAACTTAATATAATAAAAAATCGAGATAAATATGTAAAAATCATTCAAAAACATAATTCTTATAAGTGGTTTGATTGTGGATTTATTAGAAAAATTGAATGAATTGAAGATCTTATTTTTTTATAAAAAGTTGATATTATTATTCTCTACTTTGTCAAATATTATTTCAGCTAATATATTTATTAATTATGAGCAATATAACAATAAGCTTTGAAAATGACGATAGAACTATTGAAGTAGATGAAGATACAATTAAAAAAATTCCGTTTTTACAATCATATTGTAACTTTAATAACAGTGTAGATAAGCCAAATATATTACATTTGGAAAATTATAGTTATGAAGATTGTGAATTAGTATTGGACACTGTCAAAAATAAAAAATGTAATTTGATGGATATGGTAAAAAATGAATTAACAAAAAAATTTGAAATGTTGGATTTTTTTGGTGTTCTTTCTGAAGACATTGTCAAATTATATATGACCAGAATTAATGATCATTTAAAAATGTTTAGAGATAATGATATTATCTCTTTACAACAATTCGTTGGGAATTCAAACCGAAAAATCATTGATTATAATCTTGGAATCCAGTTTTATTCAATTATATCAAAGCACAAACATATAGTACCATATTACAACTATATGGATTATATATTTATTGGCAATGTTCCCATTCCTGTTAAAATCAGTAAAGAGTGTAGTTTGTTTTCGATAGAAAGCATGACAAAAGACAACTTCAGCTCAGTCAAAAATTTGGATGGTAAAGTAAACAAGTTATTTTTTTTCTGTTTTTGCTTGATTTTTGGACTGGATGATAATAAATATTTGGATATGTGCAATAAAAAATATGCGCATGATCTTTATTTGTTAATAAAAATTAATTATCAAACTGATAAAATTATATATATATCACGAGAATTGAAAAAACAATCTGTGCAATATATTTTGGACAATTACAAATATTTATCATCACCATCATATCTTTTTAATGGTTCAAATATTGAATTAGTATGTCAATTTATGAGATATTATCGACAATTAAGATACAACTGTAAATTGAAAGATGATTCTTCATTTTTTATGTCAGACGAAGACTACAATATAATGAATAATAGAGATAAATATATAAATATAATAGATGAAAACCAGTCAGGGGGATTTAGTGAAAGTGGTTTTATAGTAATAGATTAATTTATTTATAAAAAGTTGATATTATTATTCTCTGTATAACTTTTATTAAAACGATAATATAAAATATGAGCAATATAACAATAAGCTTTGACAATGACGATCGAACTATTGAAGTAAGTGAAGATACAATTAAAAAAGTACCTTTTCTGCAATCATATTATAATTTTAATAATAGTGTGGATAAGCCAAATATAATACGTTTGGAGAATTACAGTTATGAAGATTGCGAATATGTGTTGAATATTGCCGAAAATAAGAACATAAGTCTTTTATCTTTAATCAAGTGTGACTTAGAGAATCGATTGAATACATTAAATTTCTTTGGTATTATTTCAAAAGATTTAGCTGATTTATATATTATGACAATTTATGATTGTTTCGAAAAATTTTCCACGAATTCTTTAGCAAAACACTTTATTGATAATAAGGATATAAAAATTATATCTTTGTCCAAAGACCAATTCAACAAATTCCAACCAATTATGAACTACCATAAAAACATAATACCGTATTATAAGTTTGATAATAATATATTTTTGGGACATATCCCATTTCCAATAAAAATCAATAAAATTGTTAATGGGTTTTCGATCAACGATATAATAAAAAATAATTATGATATGATAAAGGATTCTAATGGCAGAATTAACAAAACATTATTTACATATTTTTCATTGTTTTTTGGATTAGGTAAATCAAGTATATTGTTTGTTAAATTTGATTGTCAAAATTTTTCATCAATGTTTGAATTTTTGATAAACCATAATCGATTTTATGATAATAAAGAAAAGCAAGTATCACACAAGGAAAAACAATTATGTGAATATGTTTTAAAAAAATACAAATTATTTGCTAATTATTTTGTTTTTGATAATAAAGATTTATACAAGGACGAAGACAATCTGATTAAATTTTACCAAGACAATTTTACCAATCTTGACCTAGATATGGATAGAGATTTGTACTCTTTTATCTTAAAATATAAAGGAATTTTTGATTATTATTATTTTAATCAACAAGAAATTAAATCCTTTTTTATGACAGAAGAAGAATTTAATATAATGAACAATAAAGATAAGTATATTGCAATGATTGAAAAAGAAAGTGAAAATTATGGTTTCATAAAAATCGACTAATTTATTTATAAAAAATTGATATTATCATTCTCTATATAACTTTTATAAAAACGATATTATAAATTTATCAAATAAAGTAATTATGAGTAAAATAACAATAAGTTTTGAAAATGATGATCGAACAATCGAAATAGATGAGAAAACAATTAAAGATATTCCTTTTTTACAATCATATTGCAATTTCAACGGTTATTCATCTAATATTATTGAATTAGATTGTACCAGTTATGACGAATTTAAATTGATTTTAGATACAGTTACTACCAAAAGAATTGATTTAATAAACATTATTCAAAACAATAACCTAACAAATTTTTTGAACAATGCTGATTATTTTGGTATATTGTCAAATAAAATTGGTAACATATATGCTGATCTTATTATGGATCATATAAAAAAATATCCTTTTGACCTACACAAAAATATTATAGAAGCACAGAATTTTATTGACAATAATGATATAAAAATAGTTTTTACTGAATTGGATTTATTCAATAAATTGATCCCTATAATGTCTAATTATAAAGACGTTTTACCAGTGTACAAAATAAGAGAGAATATATTTATTGGATATATTCCTATTCCGATAAGTGTTAGTATTGAAAGCAGTATTTCAATTGACAATATAATTGAAAATAACTTTGTTGATATTCTCAATTCCAAAGGAAAAATAAATAAATTACTTTTTTCATTATTTTGTCTTTGTTTTGGATATAGTAGCAGTGATGCTTGTATTGCTGCCCTAACACGAAATTATGAATTTGACTCTTTTGCCATTACATTGGATCGAAATTATGAATTTGACTCTTTTGCCATTACATTGGATCGAATATATAAACATATTACTTCCGTTATTGAATATAGATATGAAGAAGTTTCTATTATAGCTGAGTACTTTCAAAAACATTTTAAAACATTTAGTGACAATAATATATTAAACTTGGAAGAAGATCTAATTGTTGAAATTGATAATGATGGATATGAAAGGGATATTGCTAAAACTATATGGGACAGCTTGCCGGGTCATCTAAATTATTACGTAGATGATAAATTACCCTATCCAAAATATAAATGCCGAGAAGTTTTATCAGCTTATTACAAGGTAGCTTCTTTTTATAAAAAGGAATTAAATTCAAATGATAATTCCTTTTTGTATATGACAGATGATGAAATAAATATTTTGCATAATAGAGACAAATATATTGATCTTATCGGCAAAGAACAATTATCCGATCTAAAATTTGGATTTATAAAAAAAATTGATTAAAATAATTATTTGCATTTATCTACTAGTTATTTTATTGACAAATGGATAAAATAAAAATTTGTTTTGATAATGATAACCATGAATTGGAAATAGATAATAAAACAATCGAATGTATTCCTTTTTTACAATCATATTGCAGTTTCAATGACAAATCTGAAAAATCCAATATAATTAAATTAGATTGTACAACTTATGACGAATTTAAAATGATATTGGATTCGACAATCGAGAAAAAAATTAATTTGGTTGATTGGATACAAAAAGGTTGTATGAGTAGTTTGTTTGATCATATGGACTATTTTGGTATCATTTCAAATGATATAAGTAGTGTTTATATGGATTATGTTATGGATCGAATAAAATCAGAGTTATTGAATGATAATATACATAGACAAATATTTGAAGTACAAAAATTTCTAACTGATAAAAGTGAAAAATTACTTTTACTTGATAAACCTCTATTTGACAAACTAATGCCTAAAATGTTAAAATATGAAAATATAATACCGTTTTATGCATTGAATGGTAATATTTTTGTCGGCACAATACCTATTCCAATATTTCTGAAAACAACCAGAGAATGTCCTATGAGTATAATAATGAAAAATAATTTAATGAACCTTACAATGGACAAAGATCTTGTAATGAACAAACTATTTTTTGTTTCGGTGTGTTTAGGGTTAGCAAAAAATTACACTATTGATTTCAATTGTTTGGACAGTGGAGATGTAATAGAATATATTACAAAAAACACTGAAAATATGAATGATATTGGCTCAGATGTGGTACAATTTACTCTTAATAATTTGAAAACAATCTGTGAAATTTTGATCGAAAAAAAAGATTGTGCCCAATGTATTAAATATATTTTTGAAAAATTTGGTACAATTGACGGACACACTTTAATTACAATAGTCTTTAATTATCGTAAATTGATTAATATTTGTAAAAAACAGTTTGAGGACTTTAATGATTCTTTCTTTTGCATGACAGAAAAAGATATTGAGATACTGAATAATAGAGATAAATATATTGAAATTTACAAAAATTATTGTAATAATAATAATCAATTAAATTATGGATTTTTAAAGTTAAATTAGTTTATTTTATCAAAAAATTGAAAAGTAAATATACTGATTAACCCATTATAAAAAGCTATATATTACTAACCATAGGGTGTATCTTAACAGGATATTATCTATCGCACTTGTTTGTTAGTCATTCGCTCACGGGCGCTAGGTTTCTACTACCTAGGTTCTCTATAATTGGTCATTTGAGTTCCAATCTGAAATTTTCGAAAGATACAACGCATCATCATACTATCTTAATTATAATGCCATCGTCAAGGTGGAGCACGTTATATGTTAAGGATCATATAGTAGATTAAAGCTTTGTTTCGAGTAAAAAAAGTAAGAAAGGAATTAGAATGAAAAATTTTAAAGAATATAAAAAAGAGAATCACTTTGCCGAAAAGTGCCATCTGTAACCGTATGGAGTACTCCTAATAGTTACAGCTTAACTGGATGCATGTGCCTAAGCGATAGGGACATATGAACGGCTTCAATCAAACAATAATTCGGTGAACAGGCCGAATATTTCTCCTATAGCGATATAGGTTTAAAATCTGTTACTATTAGTACCAAATATTTTAGTTTAAATTTCGGTGTGCAATTACATTTCCAATGGATTATAGTTGGAGTCAAAGAGATTTCTTTTTTTGGTAAAGAAGAGCAAAATTACTATCCTATACTAAAAACATGGGTAGTAGATGAAAACGAATCATCAGATAAAGTACTCAGGCAGCAAAGCCATTTCATAGATGTCTTTGTCAATCAAATGGCCAGTCAAATGATCTTAACACCTCATCGATTCAGCGATTTTGAAATTTCTTACAACAAAGAAAAGGAAAAAAATAGTGAGTATGAATCCGATGATGATTCTGATGATGATGATGATGATTGGTTTCCGGCAGTTAAGAAGTACGTTAAGAATCCATTTGTGATGAGTTTTTTGAATGGAGATATTACTTTTAAGAATTATGTGAATATGATATTGGGGACCTATTATGCCAGCAAAAATAAAAAGTTTCAACTGATCTCACTCTACTCTAAACATAAAGAAGAAGAACCAGAAGATGAAGAAGAAGATGAAGATTATATTAAACAACAAGAGGATGAAAATTTAAGGAAGCTTCTTAACAAAGTCAAATTAGTCTGTGAAAATAAAATGATTAATCTTGATTCCAAATCAAAAAATCACAAATTTTTAACTAGATTTAAAAAAGATTTGACTGTGTTGGAAAAAAACTATTTAGATTAAAAAAAGAAATTCCACCATTTATTTATTAAGATAAAATCAAAAAATTGATAAAAACAACTTATGATTATATAAAGGTATAATTATATGAATTAACCAATGAGTCAAACATTGAATCAAATATTAAAACCTCACAATAATAATAAAAAGAATGAGGATAAAGATAAAGAAAATGATAAAGAAATTAATAAAGAAAAAGGCCGTATTCCAAAAGAAGTAAAATATGTTAAGGAAAGAAAAGAGGTTCTTAATAGATTATTGACTATATTAGGCATAAATGATAAGAACAAAACTTTTTTCATTCATGATTTAGAAAACGATGAAGTTAAAAAGGGTCAAATGTTGGAGTTAGTCAATGATGTAAAAACATATTTTTCCTGCAGTATGTGGGTTTATTTTGCCAAAAAAAATGTTCCTAATTGGTGCACTTCCCTGGCAAAGTCCATATTGAAGGATATGAAAGTCAAAATAACAAGCGTTTCTATTAGAGATAACGAAACGAACAGAGTTGACAAAAAGGGGATCAAAATTCATTTATAAATGTGCGTTTATTATATCTTTTTTAAAATATATAGATATAATAAAGAAAAAAGACGGATGATTAATCTAGAAAAATATTCCAAAATTCTAAAATATTTGTTAAAATTTAAAACTGATGCGAAAAATGCAAATGTGTTTTCGTACGGAAAAGTGACTGGCAATTACTCTATCCCACCCAACACACTTGCTACTATATCTTTAGAAAAAAATATTATTGAATCGTACGCACTGGTGGAAAAAAAGACTGAATTCTATAAGTTAAATTTCGATTTAGATTTTAAGAATAAAGAAAAGGATAAAGAGTATGCAAAATATTATGTACATCAAACGGACAAAATTACTGCATTCGTTATCGAGAATATCATAACCGTACTAAAAGACACAATTGAAAATCCAAATGTTGAGTATCTATTTGCGGATAAACATATTGGACTTGGAGTGCATTTGTATTTTCCTAATATTATTGTTGATAAGAAATTACACCAATATATTCAGACTAAATTATTCGAGTTATGTGTCAGCAAGGATATTTTCGGAATTGATAAAAAGATATGGGACAAAATATTGGACAAGTGTGTTGCTGGAGCCAATGGATTAAGATTATTGTATTATCATATTGATGGAGATTATTATAAGCCAAATAAAGCTAAATCAACAATTGATATACCACAAAACAGTAAAAAATTAATATTATTATCATTAATAAGAACTGAGGAAAAGAAGTACAACTTTAATTTAAAAATCAATTTAGAAGAAATAGAAAAAGAGAAGGAAAAAGAAAAAGAAAAAGAAAAAGAAAAAGAGAAGGGGAAAATAAAGGTAAAAGGCAAAGTGAAAATTATAAATAAAAAAGAAGATATAGCGTATGATCATATTGAACTTGCTGATAAAAAAGAAATGTGTATTGAATTGTTAGACTTATTATCGGTTGATAGGGTCGATAGTTACGCCACTTGGATTGATTTAGTTTATTTTTGCAAAAATTATGGATTATATGAGGAAATAATTAAAATTAGCCAAAAGTCACCAAAGTTTGATAATAGAGCTATCAATATAATAGATAAAATATTTAAGAAAAAAAGAAAATCAGATAAATGTTTAACAATTGGCTCTCTCATACATTGGGCCAAACAGGATGCATATTTGAAAACTGCTACTGTCATGAGAAAATACAATATTGCTGTTCCATTAGATATCCAGAATAGTGATGATATATTGTTATATGGTTCTGACATTAAGTATGATCTAATAGAGAGTTCCAAACATATTTCCGATAATGCCAAACGCAAAATCTGCCATGTCATTAAAAATGATAATGTTAGAACAGTGGTATTTCATTCGGGAACAGGAACTGGCAAAACCACATCGACAGAAGACATTGTTAATTATTATGTTAACGAATTATTGGCCAAGGATTTTGATCTGGATGATTGTGGTATCGTTTCTGTAGTCACCAGAAGATCCATGGATGCGTGCCATCAAAAGTCATTCGATAAATTTGATTTTGTGTCCTATCAGAATTGTCATACTTTTGAAAATAAGTATATTACTAGTTTAGAGCATCTGAAATATTATAATGATGATAATCATTCTTATGGAATTGTTATATTGGACGAAATAAATTCACTTTTATCATATATTTACTCATCAACTTTAAATGGCAGAAGAAAAGATTGTTTGAGGAATCTTTGTCATATTATACAAAATGCATCGCTAGTTATCTGCTCAGATGCTAATATAACATCAATGGCCGTATCTTCTCTACGATTGAAAGGTGATTTATTTGGAAAAATCTTTTATTACAAAAATACATTCAAAAATAAAGTCGGAGTTAATATGAACATCTATCACATAAATAAAAAAAATTATTCTGAAAATTCGTGTATTGCTGAATTCTGCAAATTAATAGAGGCAGATGTTAGAGAGGAAAAGAGTGTTTTAATATTTAGTGACAGTAAGGATATTTCCATTAAAATAAAAGAGATTTTGATGACTTACAACAAAAGAGAATCGTATTATAAATTATTTAATAAAAATGAAGGAACTATTGATGAGATTGTTAATTGCAATCAAAGCTTTCTAAATTTTTGTGTTATCTGTAGTCCAAAAATAATTTATGGTGTTGATGTGTTAATTAAATACAAGAATGTTTATTGCGTTTATAAGTACAATAATAGTGAAAACAGTATGTCTGCTCTAGGATATCATCAGCAATATTCCAGAAGTAGAAACGTGGAGAATATCAATATTTTAATCTTAGATCCACATTTCCTAACCAATAAAAATTATTTTGTTACATTTGAGGAACACAAGAAAGAAGAAGAAAAGGAATTTAAAAATTATAAAAAATATCAGTCAAAACTTTGTAAAAAATATGATGTTTTAGATGAGTTATGCTCAAAGTTTGGTATTAATGGTGTTGAAATAGATAATGCCAGTTTGTTCGCTGAAATTTGTTTATATAAAACATGGTTCGATAAATTGTTCTCCAATAATAAGTTCCAGCTTGTTCTAAAGATTGCTGAAGAGAATGGTTATCATATTGAACTCAAAGAGTTAGCCGTTACTAAGGAAATTAAAGGATTAAACAAATGTCTGAAAAAGGATAAAATTAAAATAAGTAAAATAACTGAAAGTATTGTGAAAGGTAATGAGTGTACTAATGACGATCGAATAAGGCCTAACATAATTGAACAAATAAAAGCTAGAGAGAAATTGTTAAAAATAAATGAGGATGAGATTAGTGACAAACAGATTGAGTTATTATGTGATGACAAAAAATTCCAAGCATATATAAATAAAAGATATTTGGATCTATCAGAAGACGATTTTAATAAGACAATTATAAGCTTTAATAATAATGATCTAGCTTATTTGGCTAAAGATAATAAAATAATCGGTAAAATTAAAAGTTTACAAAAAATAGAATCATTATTGAGTATTAAAAGATATGGAATTAATAATATCAATAAGGAAATAAATTTAGATAATGTAAAAGCGGAATTATTAAAGATTTTAAAGGATATAATTGTACTGTTTGAAGGAACTGAATCAAAAACCAAAATTACTAAGAGAATTCAAGCAAAAATCAATAAGATAAAATTTTTCGATCAATTACAAAAGTTTATGGCAGATTGTTATAATTCTTTTGGAGATACTATTAAGTGTGATTCCGAATTTATGGAGAAGGTGATAAATGGAGAAAAAATCAGAAGGAATGTTTATAGTAATTTTAAGATTACAAATTAAATATATTTATTAAGTGTTATAATATTCGAAAAATAAAAAGTGGTCAGTTTATTACTTTGTTATTGCAAAAAACTATGAAAAATACATTAAAATTTAGTCGGCTGTTATACTTTTTTAATCCGAAAATCCAATATTGCCCAGATTATATATATTATATTAGTATTTATTAAATTTTCTGGGCAATATTGGATTTTCGGATTAAAAAAGTATAACAGCCTAATAAAAAATCAATAAAATCTCTCAATTAAATTGTGCATAAAATCAGATCATTTTTTAATCGAATTTTCTAGAACTATATATTTTATTTGTGAAAATAACCGATAATATAAAAGTAATTAACTGACCATTATAAGTTTTGTTTAGCTAATTACTTTTCTACGTAACAAATGATTCTGTTATAATAATTAATCTAATGACTCCATTTAACTGTCCAGAATAATGGCTCATCTTATTATTTAAATAAATGCTTGTTTTATCTGCATATAATAACGACCTCTTAAATCAGTGATTAACCGACAATTGTTATTAATACATTGTCTAGTCACTTATAATGATAATTTAAATAGTATCTATATATGCGTATATATCAATTGTCTATCTTAATTACATTTTAGATCGACGATAAAAATTGTATATTAGACGTGAAAACTGAGTTGTTAATTTAATACATCACTCCATTGTTATCTAAACAATTGCCGTTTTTATAATAATTAAGTAATAATTTCAAAGGTGCAAATACACTTTCATTTTAAGGAATCCAATAATATCTGTTCGTTTAAGATGCATCAAAACTGTGTTATTAAACCGTCTATTGTATTGTCAATTTAAATGTTTACGATTTTACTGATAATCTAATACCAATAATATCATTTATAAAAAAGTGACTTTTAAAATGGTCATCTAATTACTTCGCATGTAATAAAAAATTAACAAATTAATAGTAAAATTTATTAGACTGTTATACTTTTTTAATCCGAAAAATCCAATATTGCCCAGATTATATATATTATATTAGTATTTATAAAGTTTTCTGGACAAATTTGGGTTTTTTTGATGAAAAAAGTAAAACAGCCTAATAAAAAATCAATAAAAAGAGTTAATTAAATTGAGAGTGAAATTGGATAATTTTTTATTGAAATTTCTAGAACTATATATTTTATTTATATGAATAACCGAACTATTGAAAAAGTAATTAACTGGTCAATTAAAGTTTTATATCGCTAATTACTTTTTAGTGATTGATATAATTGTATTTTAAATGATCCTATTATAATAATTAATTTAATTATTCATCTAAAGACTCAATTTTAATGTACAGATTAATGGCTCATCTCATCATTTATCAAATGACTCCTCTCATTATTTAAATAAATACTTGTTTTATTTGCATATAATAACGGCCCCTATAATCAGTAACTAACTGACAATTATTATTAACACATTATTTAGTCACTTATCATGATAATTTAAATAATATCCGTGAATGAAATACATTAGGTATCTATCAAATTACATTTTAAATTGACGATAAAAATTAGTATCTTAAAATATTAATCTAATTGGTTTATAATATTATTAATTTAATACGTCATTTCATTATCATCTAAACGGAGGTACAATACATTGTTCATTTTAAAAGATCCAATGATATTTATTCATTTAACTGTTCATTTATCGTTATTCTAAATTTACAATTTTACTGATAATCTAATACCAATAATATTATTTATATAAACGGGTTTTTAAAAAATAGTCAGCTTATCCCTTCCTAATTATAATAATTCTATAAAAATTATACTAAAAAGTGTTAGGTTGTTTTACTTTTTTGGTCCTAAAAATCCAATATTGCCCAGATTATATATATTATATTAGTGTTTATTTAATTTTCTGGGCAATATTGGATTTTTTTAATTGAAAAAGTAAAACAGCCTAATAAAAAATCAATGAAAACTCTTAATCAGATTGAGCATAAAATTGGATCAGTTTTATATTGAAAATTCTAGAACTATATATTTTATTTATATAAATAACCGCCGTTATAAAAGTAATTAACTGACCATTATAAGATTTATTTAGCTAATTACTTTTTTACATAACAAATGACCCCATTAAAATAATTAATCTGATTGTTTAGACAAACAATCATTATATTATCCATCCAAAGACTCCGTTTAACTATTCGAAACAATGGCTCCTCTCATTATTTAAATAAATATTTGTTTTATCTGCACATAATAACAGCATCTATAATTAGTGATTAGTTGACAATTATTATTAATACATTATCTAGTCACTTTATTACTAAAATGTGTTTCTGTATTAAATATTTATCTAAATTACATTTTAAACGAACCATGAAAATTAGTATCTTAAAAATATTAATCTAAATTATTAATTTAATACATCATTATTATCTGTACAATCGCCGTTTTTATTGAGTAAACAATTTTAAGGTACAATGCATTGTTCATTTTAAACAGTCTAATAATATCTATTCATTTTACTGATAATCAAATATCAATAATATTATTGATATTAACAATTTTTTTTAATGGTCAGCTTATTTCCTATCACATTCATAATAATATAAAAAAATATATAAAAAAATAGTAGGCCGTTTTACTTTTTCATCAAAAAAACCCAATTTTGCCCAGATTATATATATATTATATTAGTATTTATAAAATTTTCTGGGCAAAATTGGGTTTTTTAATTTGAAAAAGTATAACAGCCGAATAAAAAATCAATAAAAAGAGTTAATTAAATTGAGCGCGAAATTGGATCATTTTTTAATTGAAATTTCTAGAACTATATATTTTATTTATATAAATAACCGAATTTATGAAAGTAACTAACTGACAATTATAAGTTTTATTTAGCTGATTACTTTTTATACAACACATATATTCACATTATTATTTTTCAAATGGACAACAAAATGAATCTATTATAATTGTTCTTATGAATAATCACAATATTATCCACTTAATGAATCCATTAAACTACACAGATTAGTGGTCATTTTTTTCCCGATAATCAGGACATCAGCTTATTATCACCATTTTAATAACAATCAAAATTTACAATTTGAAATGAACATAATCATTATCCACGTTATTCTATTTTTAAATGGTCAATAATATTGGATCTCTAAGACAATCGACCTTTTGCATTTTAATTATGTTTATTAACTGAGCGTTATAATAATCCTCAATTAAAGAAGCAATTTAATCCGACTAAAATATATATTTATACAACTGGATTATATAATTGCTCATCATATTACATTTTAACGGTAAACTTTAGAATGTTCCGGATTAAAAAGTAATTAGGTGACTAAATATTATTAAGTTATATATATGTATAAATAAAAAGTGTAACCTTCAGCAACCCTGCAAGAGTCGCAACAATCGATCTAAATCTGACAAATGATCGATCATTAAACTGGCCATAGCAACATGAGATACCCTGCCTTTCGGCTCTTCTCATATCGCGAGTGCTTTCGAGGCACATTGGAATAATACCACTAAAATATTATTCCTTCTGGCTGTGATCTGAATTTAATCCCGTTTAAAGGAAAACTCTGCATAATCACTAGAAAACACCTCTTTCAAAACATCTATGTCCATCATGACATCAGCGTGTTTTGAACAGTTTCCTTCAGTTCATCAAAAACTAATAGCTCTAAAATTTAGAACCACGACTCAATACATTTGTCATATTAGTATTGAGTGCAACTGGATGCATCATTTGGAAAAATAATGATGAATCCAATCTAGCGTATCTGCAGGTTACAGATACACATTATAGCCTTAATTATGAGTTCTTCAATTATTTGCTATTTTCAATTTTTTATCAAACAAACTAGATATATAATTGTTTTGGTTATAAAAATATAAATAAATAAAATGTTTTTTTTTGGCAATATTGAGTTGTTAAATAAACAAAACAAATTGTCATTGTTGTACGCTAGTGTACTCCGTCAATCACCCTGCAAAGGCGACAATAATCGATCCTAATCTTTTCTAACAAACAGATCGACTATTAAACTGGCCATATCAATATAGTCCCTGCCATTCTCAGGCTCTTCTTATATTGACGATGCTTCCGAGGCACCGTGAAATAATACCACTAAATATTATTCCTTCTGACTGTGATCTGAATTTAATCCTTTTTACAGGAAAACTCTTGCTTGATCACTAGAAAATTTAATTCTAACATTTATGTCCATAGTGACATCAAATGCTTTGAACAATTCTCATACAGTTCATCAAAACTTAACGGTCCTAGCAAAGACCGCGACTTAATACCACTTGTTAGATTAGTATCAAGTACAGACAGGGTGCATCACTTTGTAAAATAATGATGAACCAATGATCCGATATGCCATTGGCAATCATGCAATTAATCATGTTTCAGTCCCATGTATCTGCGAAGTGGAGATACACATTATAGCTTTAATTATGAGTTCTTCAAGCATTTGGGAATTTCAATTTTTTTCATTATATGGTCAATTTTTATTAGGCAAAACTGTTGTGATTATGAATAATATTTTTAGTAGTAATTTGATCGTTTAGATTGTAATTGATCGAATATATATCTAATAATCCGACTAATTACTTTATATCGGGCAAAACTATTATAATTATGTTGTTAGAAATACGGTTTCTAATATTGTCTTCTTTAACATTATTATTGTGCTTATTTTGATCGACATAATTGATTGTAGTTGTGTCAACTTAAACAAATTAAAGCCATTGACAACACTTCGTGGAGACCATGGCTTTGGCCACTTAGAATGTAATTAAGTGACTGATATTAGATATATTAACCAGCTAATTACTTTATATCGGGCAAAACTATTATAATTATGTTGTTAGAAATACGGTTTCTAATATTGTCTTCTTTAACATTATTATTGTCATTATTTTGATCGACATAAACAGCAATAGTTGTGCTAACTCAAATAAATTAAAGTCATTGACAACACTTTGTGAGGACCATGGCTTTGGTCGCTTAAATTGCAATTAAGTTACCATTAATTATATTAAAATGCTATACCAACTAGGTACTTACTTTTATTCAGACAATGTTATTGGCCACTAATTTGCGTCAAGCTGTTAAACAAAAGGTATTGACAACACTGTTATATTTATTCTAAGCAATATTATAGTATTAATTTGATCGTTTAAATTGCGTGTAATTCGAATACCCCAATTTACTTTTTTATCGGCCAAAACTATTGTGATTATGTTGTTATAAATATGGTTCATAATATTGTCTTTTCCAACATTATTATTGTCATTATTTTGGTCGACATAAACAGCAATAGTTGTGCTAACTCGATAGAACGAAGCCACTGACAACACTCCGTTGAGACAAGGGCTTTGTATGGACAAATTGTAATAAGGCGGCCAATAACAAATATAATAACCCACCTAATTACCTTATATCGGGCAAAACTATGGTGATTATGTTGTCAGAAATATGGTTTATAATATTGTCCTTATCCACATTATTATTGGTATTATTTTGATTGTCATAAGTGACAATAGTTGCGTTATTTCGATTGAATGAAGCGATTGACAACCATGGCTTTGATTGGATTGTCATTAATTAACTTTTTATTGGACAAATCTGTTGTGAATGTGATTTGTATTATTGATTTGGTCTATATAATTAGCCACTAAATCGCTTTAATATGACATTGACAGTATAAATAATTGTAATTATGATAATCTGTTGTACAGAGTTATTGTCAGGACTTTGGATTTGGACAAAACTATTATAATTGTGTTGTTAGAAATATGGTTTATAATATTGTTCTTTTTAACATTATTATTGTCATTATTTTGGTCAACATAAACAGCAATAGTTATGTTAACTCGATAGAACGAAGCCACTGACAACACTTCGTGGAAACAATGGCTTTGGTCGCGTAGAAATGTAATAAGGTGATTAATATTATATATATTAACTAGCTAATTACTATATATCGGGCAAAATCTATTACTCTTTATTTAGTCTATATAATTAACCACCAATTTATGTTATTCCATTAAACAGATGATATTGACGACATTATGAAGACCATAAAACATCAAATTATTACATTAAGCTCATGACAGTATAAATGATTGTTCAAACTGCAATTGAGCGGATATAAAATTACGTAGCTAATTACTTTATATCGAGCAAAAACTATTGTAATTATGTTGTCAAAAATATGGTATATAATATTGTCCTTATTAACATTATTATTATCATTATTTTGATCGACATAAACAGCAATAGTTGTGCTAACTCAAACAAATTAGAACGTACCATTAATTTTATAAAAATGCTATACCGAACTAGATACTTTTTATTATTATTGGTAATTGACTACCAATTTGCGTAAAGCTGTTAAACAGAAGGCATTGACAATATAAATGATTGTAACCACGACAATCTGTTACACGAAATCATTGGTAACACTTTGTATTCATCGAAACCATAGCATTTATTCCGATCAACACAAATGAACAATATTATAGTATTAATATGATTGTTCAAACTGCAATTGAGCGAATATAAAATTACGCAGTTAATTACTTTAATTGGGCGAAACTATAGTGATTATGTTATCAAAAATATGGTTTCTAATATTGTCTTTTTTAACATTATTATTGTCATTATTTTGATTGACATAAGTAGCAATAGTTGTGTTAACTCAAATATGTTAAAGCCACTGACAACACTCCGTGAATACCATGGCTTTGACCGCTTAGAATGTAATTAGGTGACTAATAAGAGATATATTAACCCCCTAATTACTTTTTTATCTGGCGAAACTATAGTGATTATGTTGTCATAAATATGTTGCATAATAATGTTTTTATTCACATTATTATTGTCATTATTTTGATTGACATAAGTAGCAATATTTATGTTAACTCGATAGAACGAAGCCACTCACAACACTCCGTGGAAACAATGGCTCTGGTTGATTAGAATGTAACAAGGTGACTAATAATAGAAATATTACACAGCTAATTACTTTTTATATGGCAAAATATATTACTCTTTATTATGGTCCATATAATTAACCGCCAATTTATATAATCCTATTAAACAGATGATATTGAAGACATTATAAAGACCATAAAACATCAAATTTATCACATTAAGCTCATAACAGTATGAATGATTGTTATCATAGTAATCTGTTTCGTTGGCAACATTTTGGATTTGTTCAGATCAACAGCAAAATTATGGTATTAATATGATTGTTCAAACTGCAATTGAGTTAATTGCTTTATATCGGGCAAAACTATAGTGATTATGTTATCAAAAATATAGTTTATAATATTGTCTTTTTTAACATTATTATTGTCATTATTTTGATCGACATAATTGATTGTAGTTGTGTTAACTCAAATAAATTAAAGCCATTGACAACACTTCGTGAAGACCATGGCTTTTGCCGCTTAGAATGTAATTAGGTGACTAATAATAGATATATTATTCAGCTAATTACTTTATATCGGGCCAAACTATAGTGATTATGTTGTCAAAAATATGGTTTCTAATATTGTCTTTTTAAACACTATTATTGTTGTTATTTTGGTCGACATAATTGATTGTAGTTGTGTTAACTCAAATATATTAAAGCCACTGACAACACTCCGTGAAAACAATGGCTTTGGCAGCTTAGAATGCAATAACGCAACTAATATTATATATATTAATCAGCTAATTACTTTTTATTTTGGTCTACACAATTAACCACCAATTCACGTTATTCTATTAAACACCCGATTTATCACATTGAGGCAACATTTTGAATTTGTTCAGATCTACAGCAAAATTATGGTATTAATGCGATTGTTCAAACCACAATTGAGCGAATATAAAATTACACCTTATTACTTTATATCGGGCAAAACTATTGTGATTATGTTGTCATAAATATGATTTCTAATAATGTTTTTATTCGTATTATTACTGTCATTATTTTGATCGTCATAAGTAGCAATAGTTGTGTTAACTCGATAGAACGAAGCCACTGACAACACTTCGTGAAGACCAAGGCTTTGGCCGCTTAGAATGTAATAAGGTGACTAATATTATATATATTAACCAGCTAATTACTTTATACCGGGCAAAACTATTATGATTATGTTGTCAAAAATATGGTTTCTAATATTGTCTTCTTTAACATTATTATTGTTATTATTTTGATCGTCATAAGTAGCAATAGTTTTGCCACTCTAATCAAATTAAAGCCATTGACAACACTTTGTGAATAACAATGGCTTTGTCAGCTTAAAAAGTAATTAGCTGATCATTTATATATTCTTTAATTTCGTAAATAAAAAAATAATAACTATGATTTCACAATATCACTGTAAACCATAATTAAGCTTTGAAAGTAATCGAATCCAAAAGTTTTTATTATATTGTTAATACAATCAACATTAATGTTGTGTTTCATTTTAACAACCTTATCAGCAAACTTATGTTCCAAGCAACAGTTTCATTCAATCTGATCAAACTGTTATCCCTTTATACATTCTTTTCAATGGCCATAATAATGATGAATATCATTGACATTGTCATCTGCAACATTATAATGTTCCAGAAAATAATTTATTATTATGGTTTATATCATTAAGAAGCATTTTATTATTCCGAAAATCCATTGGATTAGAATTGTCAATATAATCTTTAAAATATTCTGACAATTGAGATATCAAGCTATAATTTACAAATTGATTTTTCAAAAGTTTTTCCCTGATTATATCTACACATATTTGGCACATCTGTATAAATATCATTATAACTTTTAAAAATCCGACATATTATCATCATAAACATTTTTAATTTGTGGGTAAACAGTGATTAATTCAGGTAATTTCTTAACATATTCAATTCTCATTTTCTTCAAATTATCTTTGACGAGTTCACACATATCATTTTTCAGATTTGAGATATCAGTAATTATCTTTGATAACTTTTTATTATAATTATCATCAATATATTTTCTGATAATTTCAATGAAACTATTGACACCCGTATTTTCAGATAATATATCATTGTCTTCTTTATAATATTTGGAGTAAATGTATTGATATTTTACTTGATTATAATCTTTTAGGTTTTTTAAATTTTTTATATTGACATAATTTTTGCTCCACATACATATGAATTCTAATATGCCGTATTGTTGATAATATTGCTGGATAGTGTTAAGATTATCCGAACAATTGTCTATAACTATAATACTATCAACCATTTTAGCTTCTCTAATATTATGTTGTTTATGATTGACAATATGCATTTCTGCCCAACCATTATATGATGCGACAAATTTAAAGTCAGTAAAATTTTGATTAAGAATATACAGTATATTATCAGCATATTTCTGACATCCAGTGAATCTAGTCATTTTGTGGTAATAAACTGTAATGTTTCTATAATTATTTTATTTTTCAAATTTATTTTATAAAAGTAAAGAAAGTACGATTTTGTAGGTATTATACTTTTTTAATATATTTATAAACTGTGGGAAATTTTTAAAACTGTGGGAAAAATTGAGGTCTTTTTCAAAACCCCTTTAAAAAATATATTGTTTTGAGATTTAAATGATTACATATCTTGTAAATCTTTGTTTAGAAATTATCAAAATTATTGTAAAAATAATAATATTATAAATAAAATGAAAGAGAAAAATTTTAAATTAAGAGTCATTAATATTATTCCATTTAAAGAAAGATATATGATCTATGACGAAGAAGGCAAAAGAAGAGAAATTTCTTCAGTGTTTACCAATATTAAAGAAAATTATAATGATTTCGAGTAATTTATTGGAGGGGTTTTAAAAAATACTCAAATTTTTCCCACAGTTTAAATTTTTCCCACAGTGCAAAAATTTAAGGAAAAGTATTTATTCTAAAAGGAGGTATAACATGTGGACACGTTAAGACACAGTAAATAATAGGTACTAACTGATAGTAAATATATAAAAAAATTGGGATGTTAGTTTAGTTGACAATATAGTATATTATTTTTGAGTAATTATGATAGAATCATAACCATAATCAAAAAAGTATGGTTCTACGTATGTGACTTGCATCTGATGTACATAAAACAGTAGTTCGAATACATCATTTTTTCGAGTTAATATTGCATTTATGGAAATATCGATTTTTCCATTTTTTGGTAATATTTTTTGAGAATCAAAATCATTATTTTGATTTTTAAACTTATAATTTTCTTTATGACACATCAACATATGGTATGAATCATTGCGTTTCTTAAAAATACAACATTTGTTTTTAATAAATAGTTTTATTTTGTTACCAAAACTTGTGTTAAGATTTATTTTGTCAGAGTAAGTAAAAAGTTTAATTTTTTCGGACACAATATCAATAACTTTATTGAGAAAATTCCTTAAATTTTGATTAGTTGGTAAATTAACTACCAAATTATTATCATCAGATATGGAGCAATGTAAACTATTAATCTGTGGAAGAATTAATGTATATCCTTCACAATACCAATTAATAATACAAACTCTGTCAGGGACATATTTTTGAGAAGCTATGACCTGATCATTATTATCAACAATACACATTAAATTTCCACGTACAACTACTTGATAACCATTTTCTAGTATATCAGTTACCAAACCACTATCAACATAGTGATTTGCGAGCATTGTATTAACACCTTTATACGTTTCAGGAGTTACTTTTTCTAAACATACTAAAAAATCATTATTTTTTTTGCAAGGTTCACCAATACTTATGAGATAATCATTAATGAATTTGTAAGAATTATCAATATAATCATCTGGTTTTAATCGTACTGTTTTCCGCAATTTGTCTTTCAATTGATAGGACATTAATCTACAACAATATCTCACAATATTATCATTAAACTCGATGGACTGACCAGATGTCATTTTTATAAGTTTAAATATACAGAGATTATTAGGATATATAAATATCAATTTTTTCAAATAGTGATATATTAACGAGCATTAAAGACAATCGCTGGGCCAGCTGGAATAAATGCTGGCCCAGCTGGAATATTTCTTGGAATATTTCTTGGTATTTTTTTTAATAATTCTTTTTTTCCTGTAAAATCTTCTTCGGACTGTTTATTTTCATTATCCTTCTTGCATTTATTTATATTTAACATGTTCATTGTGTTGAGTTAATTGATAACAATATTTTACAAAATAATAATTTTTTCATTTTTTTACAAGTATGTCAGGAATATTGGAGTTTATTGTGATATTACAATCGACATATATTGAGGATATTATTGACGTTTCGTTCATAACAACTTTATAGATTCCATCAGGAATAGTAAAACCATTATATTTAGGAACCGTTAACACATAAAATCCGTTATAAGTTTCTCTAATATATTTATTAACTTTATCAATATTCTTTTTAACAATTTTATTGACTGGAATAATATTCGCATAATTGTAGGTGAAACATGAATCTTCAACATCGTTGTATGGCACCAATTGTACAATATCGATATCCAATATATAATTATAATCAGTGTCAACTGGAGAATCAATATCGCCATCTTTTTTCCATTCGTCACATTTAATCTGATCATTATTGATCGTTACGAACTTTTTGATGAAATGGAGAGAATAGTTAGGCACTTTTTGAGGATTATTGTATGACAATAATCATTATATTTTTTTATATATTCGTTGGGCAACTTTGTCAAAAGTTTATGAGTTAATGGATTGTTGTTTGCGAAATATGGATACAACGTACCCCACAGCATTATTATTGCCAAAGATATGATTATAAAAGATAGTAATGATATTCCGAGACAAATAAACAAAACAAAAATCGGATACTTTTTCTTTTTTATTGGAATAATTAATTTGTGACTGAACATCATTTTTTTCATTCTCCGCAACAATAATGATTGTACTGGTCGTAATTGACATTTGTTGTGTGTCAATATAGACATAGTTTCATCCCTGAATAATATTTTCAATTTTTTTGGTTAGGATTTTTTAATATTAAAATTGAAAAATGAATTGCCAATTGATTCTTTAATAAAAACGACTAATATAAACAAATGCGTAATATCATTGTAATTGATCGTTCACATACTCAATATAGTTCATTGAGAGATACGGAAGGTTTTAGTGTAATATCACAATGTTTCTTTAAAGATGCCGATAAGTATTGTATTAAATCACCTGAATTGACGAAAGAATTACAAGAACTCATTAAAAAACTATATAGTTGCCATCATATTCCTGAATGCTCATTCGGGACATTTGTTTGTACAAAGGAAATTGAAAAATATTATTTGTACAATTTTAACAAAACAATTGATTTTAAAGGTCTAAAGTCAATTTTGCAACCAAAAAAATGTCTAGTATTACCTTGGTCACATGAAATTACTGAATATAATTACGTGGAATGCTATAAATGTTCAGAATTAAACAAATGTGGAATTATAGTTAATAATGAACATTTGAAATATTTTGAACATTTCTGGTATTCTTCAGAATCAGAAGACGCGGAAGAATTAAATGATTCCTTGGAAATTAAGTCAGTTAATTCAATATATTCAAAAATAGTATTTAACAATGAACTCAAATATATGAAAAAAATGTTTTCCATATTCAAAAGATTATATGTGTTTCTAATATACAAACACGTGAGTGCCAATGAGTTTGAAACACAGAATAATTTGCCAAAATTTTTTACGGGAAGGAAAGATCGAATTGGAATACGACGTGAATCTAATTGTTATTCTTTCAGAAAAGATTACTTTTTTCCCGCGGAAAGTTTCGCGAAATATTGTGAAATGAAAGGTATCTCATTACGTATTTTAATATTGGAATCAGATCCTCCATCCTATAGATATCAATTTGATTTACAGCATATTGATCATATCACGGAATTTTTGGATAAAGAATTCTATGAAATTATTTTTGAAGAATTTAAAAAAATTGACTATATACCAAAAAAAAAGAATCGTTGTATAATATCTTAATTTATTTTATTTTTTTGCTATTTTATTCTGCTTCTTGTTTTTAATATTTTCGTAATTATAAAATTCTACGGATATATAACCAGAGACATAATCTTCATCACATTGATTGATCAACAACAAATCAACAATACAATTGTCTTTTGTAGTAATCTTCATTGAATAAGTTTTTTTATGATCAAATTTTTTGGCAATATATTCGATATATTTTGGATTTACACTAATGTCCGTTATTGTTTTTCCGACAATATTATTAATAGTATCGCATTGACTAAAATAGCTAAATGAATGATCTTTACCACATGCATAAACGACAATAATATAATTTTCACATCTGATAGTAATGGAGTTTTCGTGTTCCGTAGTTACAGAATAAACTCTACCACATTTTGGAAAAAAATCTGTTATATTTTCCGGAAAAACTCTATATTTTTCATTGATTCTCATTATAATTATTTTATTCTATTTTTATATTTAAGTCAAAAAATCTACCAATTGTGAGCTAGTCTAATCATACCTTCCCAACATCGAGCCACATAACCATGGATCATACAAACGTGAGCTTCCACATTATCCCCTATATCTTGTATTTCCAATGAGATATTATCTATGCGGCTTAGATCAATTCCATATTTATCTAGATTTCCTGTTTGCAGATTAGTTGATAAACTTTTTGAATTTTTAAAGGATGGTGATAATGCTATAATAAAATATTTTTTTCCAAAATTATTCACTTCGATTATTTCATTATCATACATACTATAACTAATCGGATCATTGCTATTTAGATACAAATTAATCTTATGCACATTCATGATTTCTTGTTCATCCGATATAATTTTTATTATTATTAATTTGGTTATATGACGACCTTTTATTTTTTTTATAAAGTTGTTCTCGAATAAGCAATCAGTTTGTATACTGAAACCAAAAATAGGAAGGTCGGAAATATATGAATTTCTTTTAATGAATGAACTACGAATTTCTTTTAAGAATGTTCTATAAATTACTTTTAATTTTATATTTCTTAATACTTTTGAAATTATAAAACATCTGACATGATGATAATGAAAAAGAAAATTACCATAACCACTAAAATTTGTATATTTTTTAAAAGCGTTTTTAAGTAGAATTATAAATGAAATAGGAATTAAAATTTCATTTTCGTTTTTAACAATATTTTTGTCCATTAATTTATTTAACAAAAGATTGTATTCCATAGTTATACGATTGTCTGTATGCATTGTATGTATTCTAGTTGCTCCTACAATAAAATCAATACTACAATTAAATATATCTAACCAATTTTCTAAATCACCGTTTTCAAAACAAAAAAATATATCATCAATAATATCAACAAATTCTGAATCCATTATGTGGAGAATTTCGAACCCCGCCTGATCACAATTCCAAAGAGGTTCTAATATTAGTGTTTTTTGCTCAGAAAGAATGGAATCATCATAATTGTCAGATAAATTGTCATTTATCAGATCTTCTATTAACTTTTTTTCGCCTAATTCGGCAACAAGTTCGCATTCATTCCAATTCTTTTTTTTCATAATATTGACTCCCACGAGTTGCTGTTGATAATAAGATTTCTTGCGCACTCAAACCTATTGTGGCTACCTGTTCACTAAAACCACCATGATATTTATTTTTTCTTTTTGTCATTCTTATTTTTTAAGTATTAGGGATCTTTCCACTTAGAATATAATTTGTTTTATTAGTTTAAATATTGTCAAAAATTTCAACAATATTTTGTGCCTATCATACCATCCATAATTTGGACCACATTCGCATGCAAAGTGCATAATTCAAATTCCACTTCATCTTTAACATCTAATATTTCTAAAGAAACATCATTAATACGAGTAAAATTAATTCCATATTTGTCTAAATTACCGAATTTGAGATTATCACATAAATTTTTTGAATTTTTAAAAGATGGTGATAATGCAATAACAAAAAATTTATTTCCAAAATTATTTATCTCTATTATTTCGTTATCATATATATTATATGTGATTGGACTACAAAAGTTAAGATACAAATTAATTTTATGTATATTCAAAAAGTCTTGTTCATTAGATTTGATTTTTATTATTATTAATTTAGCTACATTTTTTAGATATGATATATCTTTTGAATAAATGGCGAATTTAATAGAATGGTTTTTTAGAATACAACAATTGAAACCATCGAATTTTGTATATTTCTTAAAATTGTTTATTAGCATATTCATTTGAGAAAGTGGTATTAATATATTACTGTCGTTTCTAACAATATGTTGATCCATTAGTTTATTTAATAAAAGATTGTACTCCATTGTAAAAGAAGAGTTTGTATTTACTAGACATCCACCAATTAAAAAGTCAATTTTGCTGTTAAATATATCATTCCAATTCTCTAACTCACCATTTTGAAAACAAATTAGAACTTGATCAATGATATGAATTTCATTGTTCGAATATGATAAATCAAAATTAAACTCATTTTCTGTTGAATTTGCATCTAATATTAATATTTTTTGTTCTGAGAGAACAGAATTTTGACACTCATTGTATTTCAAATCTTCCATTAATTTGTTTTCATCCAATTCAGACATCAATTCATATTCATTCCAAACATCTTTAGAATTATAATTTTGTGAATTTTTAGTCAAATATTGTATCTCTCTACTCAGAAAACCATCTTTTGTTTTAAGAGCTATATCTTCACTGGAAAAATCATTATATTTATTACTCATAATAATAAATATAATCTGATTTACTGTTTAAATATCAGTGATGTTATTCCATGTATCATCCATATCTTTCATACTTATACCATATTTTGCATTTTCATTATCTTTATTACTTTTATCATTTTTACTGTTCTTATCCTCTTTATATTCCAATAATGGTTTAATTTCGACATCTTCATCAAAACTGTCAATATTTGGTAATGCATCTTGTGGGTTATCTCTATAGTGTAAAAACAATTTAGTGATATATGCTGGACTGTATTTGTTTTCGATTATATTTTCCAACTGTCTTGTATCCACAGGTAAACCAAAGAACAGTTGATAAATATCGGCAATCTGTTTTCTGTCACAATTGTTGAAAATAATCTTTTTGTCAATTCTTCCTGGTCTGATTAAAGCTTTATCCAAAATTTCCGGATGATTGGTGGTCATAATTAAAATTCTACCATAATTATTAAAAACTCCGTCAATTGCATTTAATAAACCACTGAGAGTCAGACCACTATTGGATTTATTTGTATTATATCTATCACAATTACCATCCTTATTATCATTCTTTTTATCTATCATTTGTTTTAATTCATCTAATTCCTTTTTAATGTCAGTCATATTATCTTTTTTATCTTCTCTCTTTTGTATAATATTGGTCATACAATCAATATCCTCAATTACCAATATGGTGGATTTATAATCAATTGCTTTTAAGAGTTCTATCAGTTCGTTATCAGAAGAAATATTATTCAACATCAAATAATGAATATGTCTTTCACAATATTTTGATATCGCTTTTATCATACTAGTTTTACCGCATCCAGGTAATCCATAGAACAAGTATCCTCTAGTGTATGGAATATCTCTATCATTATACCAGTTTTCATTATCAAGGAAACTTTTAATATCGTTTTTAATGATATCCTTCATATTATTTCTCAAAACAACAGTATCAATTGATCTCTTATTATTTGATATTTGACTTTCCCATTTACCATTTTTATTGACATATATACATTGTTGCCATTTCTTTTTGATTAAACTATTTGCGTATTCAGTCAAACAATGTTGGCAAAACTTGTTGAGAACATCATCATTTAAATTAATTCGATATTTTGTCCATAATTTAATTGTATAATTCTCCTTTTTCTTTTCTTGGTCAGTATAAATATTTATTAAATTTTTATTATAAAGATAATATACGTCGTATCCATCATATTGGAACTTGTTTTCCCTATCATACACAAGAATTTGATTTAAATTAAAACTGCTGTTTACATATTCACCTATTTTGTTCTCATAAGTATATTTTATTGGAGTTTCCTTCACATAATCAATTAATTGAGTATTGGATAAATACCAATAAACTGCTTTATATAATTCGTTAATTTGTTTGTTATCCGTAATATAATCAACAATAACCTCCTTTCTTATAAATTCTTCTTTCTCATATTTTAACACTGTATACCATAAATATTCATTAAACGTATTAAATAAATTATACATTATATTTTTTGCACACACTAAGTAACTCAAAACCCAATTAGTAAAGTCACTAATTTTGTTAATTATCATGGCAACAAAACTAAAAACAACAAAAGAAATGAGCATATCATATATGGGATTATTTGTTCTTAATCTGTTTAACAATTCATATTGCATTGTGCTTTTGAGAACATCTTGGTTTAAATTTGTGGTATCATCTAGATTTTTTGGAGGCTGATTACTATATTGAAACATTATACTTTAATATTTATTATATCTTTGTATTTAAGTAATTATAAAAAATTGAAATAAAACCCCTTCGATGAACCAATATAAATTAATTATAGTATAATAATGTTTTTTTCAAACGGTGTTGATTATAGTACATTTGTGTTTGGATATGGATATGATGATAGTAAAAAGCTTTTGTGTGTAAACGAGAAAGAGAATATTGCTATCATTATTAGTAATGGATCATGCGACGATATAGGTGATGATGATTTTACTATAAAAAAAACATCAAATTTCAATGTTTTTAAATACAAAAAACTTTTTAAGAATAATGTTAACATACATAATCCCAATCAACCAGAAAAATACGAATCTTTTTTATTCGAATGTAACGACGATGAGTATGTGTATATAAGTGATGAGGAGTATTATAAATTTAAAATTGAAGAACCGATTATTAGTTTTGAAAGTTTTTATGCAGGAAATACTCCTTATCTTTGTGGTATAGCCATTACGGAAAATTATATATATGAATTGGAAACTAAACAATGTTACCTTAAATCTGATTTAGATGAACACATTGAAGACGCGAAAGAGGACTTTAATTATGATGACGAATATGATTTATATCAAACTATAACCACACAATATCATATTGAAGCTTATTGTGAAATGAATATAGTATCCTACAATTAAATCTATAAAGTTTTAGATGATATGTATATATGAAAAGCACTAATAAATTTTATCCACACGAATATTACACAAAAATAAATTACTTCACAACAAGAACATTTTTGAAAAATCTGTCAGCATATTTCGGATCTTTTACCGATAGACCAAATTGATATTCCGAAGCTGGATACATATCTGGAGCGCCTGATGTGCCATCAACTGAAACAATAAAAACTTGGCAAAATGTCATTGAATATTCTAAATTATATTATACCAAACATTTACCAAAAAATGTTTTTCGTGAAACATCCTATGATAACGAAATGAGCAGTATTAGTGAACATATAAAGGACCTTCATAATTTAGGTTTGGTAGTAATCGATTCACAAGATGGTATATATATTGATCCATTCATGAAATATAAAAATCCTGAGAAAATTTTCAGACAATTTATTTATGTTCAATTGCCATATGTTACTGTGATTGCAAAAAAAATATTTAGATAAAATTATTACTAAAATAAAAAAATATGAATATTTGTATATTCCAAATGATTGTAGTCCACATGATTTGAAAGAAAAGTTTCCAAACTTTAAAGACAATAATGAAGCATATGTAAAATGCACAATAGGAGTTAGAAACATGAACAAAAAAGATGATTCTCTTATTTACTTTAACTATATTTTTTCTGGACAATTTTTTAGAGATTTATTAGAAATTAGTAAATAGATAAAAAAAACTAGATTTTTTGTTTAAGCTTTTGCCAATAAGTGTAATCACCACAAGAAACTGATCTGCCAAACCGAATGTTATCCAATGATTTCTCATCAGACATCCAATTTCTTGCTCTAATTGCAATAGCATTCTTTTCTTGAAGAGAAATAGACTTATCCTGAAGTTCTTCAATAAATTTTTCGACTAAAATCAATTTCTCTTTAATCCTTTTATTAAAGGAACAATCATCCAATTTCTTCTCCAGACCTTTTGCTTTTCTCTCGAGATAAGCTAATGTTGTTTTGATTGAAGTTTTAGAAACTCTTTCGGCGAACTGATGTGGCGCCTGCCATTTTCGGTACAAGATATCGTCCTGTCTCTTATACCTACACTAGTTGGACGTTCATCCCCAGTCACTAGTACCTGCCATGATTTTTAAAGATGTATGGTAGTCTAAATAGACCATCTGTCGCTTTTCTTACTAGGTGGCCTCCTAAGAGTTATAACCCCATTATTCAGAAAAACCGCAAGGAGACAATGTCTCAACTGGGTGCTTAACCTCTATAGCAAAATGCTATGAGTAGTATCATCGCCAGTCCACATTAAAGCTTTTTTATATGGGTTTTGCAGACTATTTACTTTTTCAATTTTTTGTCAAAAAATTTGAAAAAAATAATAATTAGTGATTAATCTGATATTGATGGTATCAAATGAGTGACTTTACTGTATTGGTTAATATAAAGGGTAAAATTAAGAGTTATCCCAAACATTTAATTTGTTATTTACCATTATTAAAAGAATATTACGATTATTCTAATTCAGACCCTTATTACATTAATTTTGATGAGAAACTATTTACAGCATTATTAAATATACAAGACAAAAAAAATACTCTCGATGATTTTAGTATTTTTGAACTATTACAAATTTGGTATATGGCAAACAAATTTAGAGTGAGAGGGGACATTTACAAAAATATTCTTGGTCATTTATTACCGGGACTATTATGTGTGATGTTTTTGGGCATCCTATTGTTTTCGTTGGTTTGTATATACAATAGAGCCCAAGAAGAACATAAAAAAAGAATAGATTATCGTAATCATTTATTAAAACAAAAAAGAATTGAAGAAAATTTATATAATTATTTGTTAAAAAAACAAGCAGATTATTCCACGAGTATAATACCATATAAATTGTTTAATAAAACAGCTAATAACTATTTGAGAAGAGTAGAGAGCAAAATAGAAAAAGAAAAACGGTTTAGATTAAAACTCAACTATGATATTACAAAATTGAATTCCAAAGTTAATGAGTTTAGCGAGTTGAATGACGCGAACAACAAAATGTTTGACGAATTATTACAAAAAGAATCTTTATATTCAAAATCATTAATGAGAGAATCATTGTGGTATAATCAAAAAACTCGAGTAAAGTTCCTAATATTGAAAGAAATGTTTGGATCAAAAATGATAGATTATAATAAATACCAAGAGATAATTGGATCACATATAACCAAATATGAAAATTTATCTTTGGATTTAGTTGATAACAAAGAATGTTATAATGACACAATAACGATCTTCTTTGATGCAGAAACTTCAACACAAATATTTAGTATAAATAAACCATTGAAAGTAACTATTTATGGAGAGTTTTGTGGAGTTAAGATTGAAAAAATAATAAGTTATAATATTATTGACTAATTTATATAAATAAAACCTACTGTCAACATCAGATTTATTGATTTGTAAACAGTTTCATTACAATAAGTCTTTTGAGTCCCCGATAGTTTTTGTACAGGATTTGATTGATTTTGATTTTCTTTTATTAATTTTTCATATTTATCCTTATTTTTTAAAATGTCAGCAGATGTATTATTATATAAATATGCGTATATGTTTTCAGGATTGACTGTCTTTTCATTTGGAGACAAGTGTCGGACTATATAATCTTCAATAAATTTGCCAATACCTAAAGATTTTATTGATTTATCTTTAGAACAATGATATAAATATTTGCAATAAGACATATATTTGTCATCTGAATTGAAATCATCTGCAAGAGGAACATAAAACTTTTTGTATGGTTTTCTGGGAAAATGTAAGGTACCATCAAATTTTTTAAGATTTGGACAATATAATGATATATGTTTTTTATTGGCATTTGTTAACATTTGCCATTTGTTTGGTTCACTTTGTGAGATAGGAAAAATGTCTTTATTGTCATAATTAGATAATATGTTTGAATGATAAATTGGAAAATCTTCAATTTCATCAGTTGTTGTATCATAATATCAATGTATCGGCTAATTTATGATTTTATTCTTAAATTCTTTTACGTAATCAATTCTTCCTTTTCTAAAAAAGGACTCTTGTTGATCATCAGTTAAATTAAGTTGTTTATTCGCAGTAATGATTAATATAGTTGATTCACTTAATCTTGGAACACCATCTATAGCAGAAAGTATTGCTCCAAAAGAGAGTTTATTTGTCTTATCATTTTTAAGAATTTCCAATTGTTTATCAAGTTCATCAATTAAAATTATAGAATTTTCTGGAACAATACTTATTAAATTCTTTAATTTTGCACCATCCATTTCTTCACTATTAATATCGAGAAGATATATGCACGAATTATATTCCTTAGAAATAACCTCGGCAATAGTGGATTTTCCTGATCCACTAGCTCCCCACAAGAAATACCCTCTTCTAAAAGGAATTCCAAATTTGTCATAATCATTTTTACCAGACTTGAATTTCTGTACGTCCTCCATAACTTCAATCATTTCTGGAGTCATAAATTCATTCTTAAATGTACAAGGTTTTCGGATAATCGGATAATGCCATTCACCATTTTTTTGTGTGTAAATAATAATGATTTTATCTGTTGAACAATGTTTATTGTAAATATTATTTATAAATTTGTTGATTGTATTTGTTTCGTCATATATATACGTACATGGAGTGAATGTGGACACTATGATTATATCACTGTTATAATCAATATGATAATTACGACCATCTTTGCAAACCCAATATTTTCCATATTTAACAGTTGATTTTGGTGAATTAGAATCATCCTCCATTACATTTAATTGCTGTGAATAGGATTCTTCTAATTCCTTCTTTATTGAATAAACTAGTTTCGGACTAGTTTCGACATTAATGTAAACTAAACTATAAAAAGGATTAGATAAGTTTTTTTTGGCAAAATTATATATTTCGTCTCCTATCTTCACTATTATATATCCTACTGCCGTAGCAATAATTAATTTTTTAATACCAGAATTATTATTATTTGCCATCTTTTAATATTGAAATATTAAAGAATACTTAACCAATAAAAATTTCAACTTTTTTTTCAATAAAAATTTGAAAATTAAACTATTTATAATTCTAGTTATATATTAGTGGTAAAAATAAAAAATATGGCAAATATAATGTTTGGAGCAGCTAGACAATTATTAAATGCATCTGTTACGAGTGCGTGTGATGGTATGACTAAAAGTGGAAATGCATGTTGTTTTAATTCTCAAGCTGCATTTTCAAATAATATGCCATTGTGCACTCCATATGTATCACAAACACCAACTCCTTTTCAATCTCAAATATCAGCGCCCTTTCAATCACCAACAGCATCACCTTTCACTCCATATCGATCTACTCAATCATCATTCAGTAATCCATCTCCATATATTTATACACATCCTTCTCTCAAATAAATAAATTTTACATATTACCAAATGGACAGAAACGAAACTTTTTATTTATTTCACTGGATAACAAATTCTTATATCCTTCAATGTTATTGTTGGCCCATTTTTCCCCACATTTAATCCTTTTTATTTCTTCTAAGTTCTTCAAACTAATTTGTTGATTAGGACAGTAACTTATGATCAAACTTTTCATGTCTGATGAATCAATTAAGAGATTTTTATCTATGTGTGATAAATCAAGTTTAATTAACTTGAGATTTTCGATACATTCTTCTTCCACATTACAATCTATTAACCTGAGTTTTCTTAATTTTTTTAAGTTATTCAATGATACTATTGTTGAATCAATTGTATCTAACTTCAACGATATTAAATCATAAAAATTATTATTTATAATTGACGGAGTTATATTGGATTTATAGGATGTGTCTAAATGTACAAGTTTATGACTATTATTCTTCAGCATCGTCATATCTTTTCTGTTTATTTTACAACTATTTACTAATTTTTCAATATTAGGGCCAAAATTTTCTATAATTACTCCTTTCAAAGAAACCTTTTTAAGCCTTTCCGAATTACACAAAGACAAAATGCATTGTGGATTTTCAATACAGCTATTCGTCGAAAGACTATACATTTCAGCATCTATATTTTGAAGATATGATGACACTTTTCCGGTTAAAACTACATTCTTTGTTTCGATGTATTTTAGATTTGATAATTTAGTGATATCAAGTGGAGTTTCATTGGATAGAAATATTTCGAGATCAGTCAAATTAATCATTTCTTCAACAATTTTAATATCCATCGATTCATAATACAAATATAACTTTTCTATGGTTTTAATTGATGATTTAAGCGATTTCAAAGAATTATTTATTTCATCGATAGTTTTACGTAATTCATTAGAGAGTTCTACAGTTTTTAGTTTTGTTTGAAATGATAAGTCAATAAAATCACCATGAAACGCTTCTAAATTTGTCAAATTTTTTATACAGTTAATTTTATCGTTTCTCTTGACATTTAGTTCGGTGAGCTGAGATAATTTTTCAATACTTTTATCACTAATTTCGCTAGACGTTATAACTAAACGTGATAAAGATGTAAAATTGTTCAAATCAATGTCATATTGTGTTTTTAGCTTAAAGTATTTTAACTGAACATAATTTGGTAACAATTGAACATAATTATTTTGAGTTTCATGTGATATGTTATTTGGCATTAACAATGTTAATTCTTTCAAATTCTTAAAATTGTGCTGAAATAACATATTTTCATTGCTTAAGTATGTATGGTACATATGGAATTTTTTTATGTCAACTCCTTTGAATTTATCGTAGTCAAGCTTGGATGCTCCTCCACAACATATAATTATTTCTTCAACTGTTGACAATTGAGACATATCCATGATTTGTTTATCAGATCTCGCAAAACATATATTTTTTAAATTAGTAAATAGTTTCATACCATCTATCGAAAGTTTAAATTCTTTTGTGTAAAACAATTCTGTTATATTCGAAAAAAAATCTTTATGTTCTAAAACGATATTGTCAGTTAGAGTATCAAATAATTGACTATTTACCTTATTTATTTTTTTCGAACAAATTTGATTTAATTTTGATGATATCAGCCTCAATTCAGCAAGCTCGTTTTTTGTCATAAACGAGCAAATAATAGACATATAATCTTCTTGGATAATTGACATATATTCTGTCATTGTAAATAAACCGTTTATATTATGGTAATTAGGTATTTGTTAATTCAAATTTTTAAAGAAAATAATATAAACTATTGTCTATGATATGTGAAAGAACTTTGTAATTACTATACGATAACAATTTCACTAACATATCAGAAACAATAACTAAAGACATTACTCATATTAAAAAAGATTAGTTGTTTGGCTGCAATCTGATTGACCTTTGTGACATTTATAAAAAATTTAAAAAATAATATTATGTTCCTTATTATTTTTTTCTCTAAATTTTATTTATAAATTATAAAAATTGAAATAATATAATACTGTATTTATATTCTTATTTAAAACAAAATATTATGATAACTTTTACTGAATTTCAAAAAATTTCAGCAGATGAACAATCTTTGGCTATAACAATATGTATATCCAAAAATAATGAGACACTCAGATTATTTTATCCAATTCATTATCTTATGTCAATGGACAAGAATCAATTTTTGAAAACAATACAAACATCAGAATATAAGGAAACTAAATTATATACTATTTATTTGTTAGATGAAGAGGATATGTTAGTAGCAAAAAGTTGTTTAGAAGATATATACAGTTATTATTCAAACTCTGCGACATATAAACCAAAATACATACAATATTTCCGAGAATATTCTCGTGTGTTATTTTTGTCAAGATTTTCAGATTTAAAATTACCCAAAATTTACACTGTTTTAGTTCCTTTGGACAAAACATTAAATGAATTAGATAAAAATCATCAAATCATAACGGATATGTTAAAAAAATCTAAGGGGTCATCTAGTAGTCTGAAGAGTAGAATGTTTTTAGGATATATACCATCCAGCATCATCGATAATGATGGAGTTCTAGAACAAATGTTCCATACATTGTTGAACTCTTTCAAATCTTATTACGAAAAAAATACCACTGAACTAGCCATGTTATACTGCAACATATTAACCAGAAGAAACAACGACAATTTACTAAAAATTATTAATGATGTATTTGGTTCAATTGTTGTGAATTTTACTAATTATTCATGGGTAAATATTTCCCTTGATTTCTTGTTGCATATTGACCATATAGTATTTAACGATTTTTGTGTGAAAGCCGAAAAGGACAATAATAGTATTGTTATAAGTGTGTCAAAAAATTGGGGAAAATCATGGACTGTCTCTGATACAATAACGAATGATCAACATCAAAATATCATTTATATTGACGGAACATGTGTATTAGTTTAATTATTTAACTCGTGAATAAAAAATTGAATATATATACATCTATTAAATAATAAGTTTATCCATTAATATTACTTAAATGGAAAATGTATCAGTAAAAGAACTAAATTCATATCTAGAATATCTGGATATTTTAAAAGAATATGTTTATACAATGGACACTAACAAAAACACAGAAATACAAATCAACGAGTTAAAAAATGATCTAAGTGTTTTGAATTTTGATGATAATTTGTTGATAAAATCAATTGAAGAGTATGATGAAGCATTTGATAAAGTAAAAAAATTAAGTATTGATAAAAAATATAAAATGATGCAAGCCTTAAATCTGAAAAAAAATATTTTGGAATGTGAAAATCTATATAAAACTGGATGTCAAACAATTGATTATTATCGTGATCTTTTGTCAGAAAAGAAAAAAACTTTACCGACTAATATTCAGATATTAGAAACATCATCTAATGATCAAATTACGGAAGAAATAAAAAAAATACTTGTTACTATGAAAGAAAAAGAATATAAAGATAAACTTAAAAAAGAATCGGAGGAAAAACAAGATATCACAGAAAAAAATTTGAAATCCCATTGCAAATATGGTGTACGTAAGAGAATGCCAGAGCCAATTGACGATGATGATTCTGATATAGATTTTGGATCGCTGTTTTAATGTAGTGATACATAAGAATTGTCGCAACAACATATTAAACGCAATAAACTAACACATAAAGTTATGAATAAGTTTTCATTTTCAGGTGGTAGCTCAGGCTTATATAAATGTAATTCTAAATTACTGTTGTTTGGTAAAAATGGCGAATTTCCGTAACTAGTTATTTTCTTTAGAGATATTATGTGTGATAAATCTATTATTTTTTTATTATTGCTACAATTAATCTCCTCCAGCATTAAATTTCTTATTCCTTCTTGATCAATTCCACATTTCCAATCATCATAAAGGTTGCTACAATTCAGGATCCGTAGGTTCGTCATATGTGATACATCATATACATAAGGATTATCACGTGCATCAAGTTCAATCAAATTAAGTTTCTCTATGCCTGATTGTTTTATAGAATGCTCTCGACAAACTAATTTTTTGAGATTTTTCATAAAAGACAAATCTGTAATCAAATGATTACGAGAAATATCTAGTTCAATTAGATCTAATCCGACAATACCATTATCATCAATGACAGAACCTGCACACTTAAGAATTTTTAAATTAGTCATAAATGATACATTCTTTATATTTTTATTATAACTCATGTCGAGTTCATATAAATTCAACCGACTAATTGCATTTTGTTCTATACCAGAACAACTTCCTCCACAATTCAAAACTTGTAAATTGGTCCATGGGGACAGATCTCTTATACTACAAATATTATTCAGATATAATTCGGTCATGTTAAAATATTTGGATTGTGTTTTTAAAAGGTACGGATAAAGTCTTTTTGGCAGTTTTTTATGATAACTTCTTCTTGATTTCTTTTGGTTAAATCATAAACATTTACTATATCTCTATTACTGGACAAATATGTTATAACAATATTCCAAACGTCTGGAGATATCATTTTTCATATAAACAAAATTACAACTATCAAAATATCCGTTTTTCAATGTTTTAAAACAAATGAGAATCGTCTCGCGCAAGTATATCTCCTTCCATTCTGTTATTCTTCCATTGATCAAAGTGCTGATTAAATGAATCCAAAATTGTTTTCATTGGATAACCATCTTTCTTATCTGATTCTTCGTTAACAAAAGGATTGTGACAGAAAAATCCGTCATCCAAGTCAAGACATATGAATAATTCTGGTGTTTTTGACCAAATAGGACACTCCTTATCTTCACTATAAGAAATAGTGTATATTTGATCTTTAAAAGTAATCATGCATAAATTCTTGTAAAAGAAGTAATATCCGGTTACACGAGGGGAATGAATTAATGCTAACTCAAGTTGTTGTCTAGATATAGGAATTTTCGACGTTGTATAAGAATCATTAATATTATCGTCAACATTAATAATATTATCGTCCATATCAATAAAATTCTCTAAGAATTGTAAAATTTCTGGATTACATTGTTTTTTGACTAAAGATGATTCAGGTTTTTTGTATATATATAGAGAAGTTAAAAAAATACTTATTTTGTTTTTTCTATTTTACAGAAATATTCTAAGGATTTTTTTTTCAATCTTTTAAAATGTTGAAATATAATGCAAAACATGACTGAGAATAAAATAAATATCTAGCGGATGTTGAAATATGGAATTACTAATAATGATCTACAAGCCGGAAAAAGCAATGGTCGGAGGATACTATGTTCTTATCAGAGCTGTTCGTATTTTAGGGCATAATAGCCCAGATAATGATAATACTTTGGAAAATGCTTTACTTTACAAATGTGATTTTGATGTTATCAAACTACTTATAGATAACAAAGCTACAGTGAATAATGAATGTCTCAGTATTGCTGTGAAAAAAAAGAATATTAGAGTCATAAAACTAATTATGCAAACTGGTTGTGTTATAAATCACACTGATTATCGGTTGGCTTCTAGTGTCATAGAAACAAATGATTTGGAAATAATTGATTATTTTGTCAATAATGGGCTTGTGATCGACAATTACTATTTTAGTTCAGTCACCTATGCCATTCGAAAAAAATGTAGTTTTGAAGTAGTAAAATATCTGGTGACAAACGAAATTATACATTATCGAACAATATAAGCAACTTTGATATGGAATGTGAAAATATATTAACGCCTCCAATAAATAATGGTGCACGAATTAATAAGTCTAACAAAACTATGATTATGTTTTTGGCTGTAGTTAAAGAAGTTGATAATTTAGATGAGATTCTATCTGAATTATTATTTATCGATAAAATTGTACTAGACTAAATATTTTTATACCATTTGGTGTAAATAGCAAAAATATTACAAATTATTAATACCAACAAATTATATGACAAAATAAACCTAACTTGAGATTCTCATAAATCAATTGTTCCAACAATTTTATCCAATTTTGAATAACAATATGGATAACCAATTAGACCTGGTCTACCTTTCAAAGAATAATCAGTGTATAATGCTTTGGGTATATTCTTTCCTTCGAAATAACATTTTATTATGCTTTTAATATTTTTTGGCATATTACTATTACTCTTAAATACAAAATAATAAACATCATCATCTTTTATAACTCGCACAAAACATTTCTCTAAATCACCACTTATAGACAATATTTTTATATCATTGGAAATAATAATATTATTGTTTGCTGATGTATATATTGTTATATTTACCATTTATTGTTTATCATCAGTATCCTTTAAATAAATTTGTCAAAAAATTGATATTTATAGCTATAATACAAATGAGTGAATAGTTACGTTAACTTATGGGCAAGTTTTTTCTAATCGAATTTATGTATGATTATTCTGTTTTTGCTGACAATAGCTCTATGTTGGTCGATTTATCTCAATTAAGTCATTTTAAATATTTCAACATTAGTATGGATGCGTTCGAGTTTAAACAAAATGATGTAAATGGTATGTCCATTTTGTGTGCTAATATAGAGTTGCCATTTACAAAAGAAATTTTCTTGTTGTTATTAAATTGGGGGAATATAGAAATGTTTACAGAAGAACTGTACAATGCTATGGAATTTTTACAAATTGATATTTCATGTATTGTGAGAGCAATCAGATGTGCAAAAATAAATTATTCACCATTGTATATCTGCCAACAATTAACTCACCCTAATGCCCATATCGAAAATTCTGTAATTGATAAGCTTTATTCTAGGGAAGATAGAGCAAAGTTTTTTGATTATTTTGATGATCAGAAGAAGAAATGTATTCTATCACAACAATTTAAAGATAAATTTCCACACTACAGTAAAAAAAAAGATGATATATCAAAATACGAGATAAAAAAAATAAATACATGTTCATATTATAAAAATCAGCTTTATAAACCTCATATTCTTAATACTTACAAATTGACATTGAACGATAAAATAAATTTACGGGCTAAATCAGTTTATATTGTTGAGGATGATTTTGTAATTGTTAATGATAAAAAATTGGATATTTATTTTCCACAAGATAATTTTTATTCTAATATAAATAGTTGTCGTGATCCAATTTCGGAAGGATTCTTTTATCGGGGACATGGGTGCCGTTGTATGAATCATTTTGTGATTTTTAATATAACAGAAATCATGGTGGCGGATGAAACCTTTAACATAGAAGTTATATATGATTCGAATGTGACACTTGGTGCGTTGGTCACACATAAATTTGCCGCGGATAATGACAATATAAAGATTGATGACAAAAGTGAAACGTATATACTTTATACAAAATATTGATTTTTAATTTGTATGGCAACATACCTTTACACTTTATTATATTATGTCTCTCTTAAATACAATTCAAAAAAGCAGTATTGATGATATAAAAAATGTACTTTCCAACGACGATTATTACTGTGCATTTCATATTGCAGTCGAGTTAGGTCGTTTAGATGTCATAGAATATTTAGTATCTGTGGGTGTGGATGTGAGTTGTGACAACGACTGTGCTATTCGAACAGCCTCAAAAAAAGGTCATTTGGAAATAATTAAATATTTGATTTCTAAAGGAGTAAATTTTAAATATGATGATCTTCCAATAACATTAGCTTCTGAATATGGTCATTTAGATATTGTAAAATATCTAGTTTCTATGGGTACTGATGTGACTTCTAAATATAATGATGCAATTCAATACGCATCACAAAATAATCATTTAGAAATTGTAAAATATTTAGTTTCAAATGGTTCTAAATATAAAACTGATAATTATAGAGCAATTCGTGTTGCGGCACAGTTTGGTCATTTAGAAATTGTCAAATACTTTTTGGAATTAGGCTGTAAAGAATATCGGTGGTGCAATGACGCAATTAAGTGGGCATCACGTAATGGTCATTTTGAAGTTGTTAAACTTTTAATGGATAAAGTCACAAATATAGAAAAATTAGAAGAAGGAGCAATTGTGTACGCGGCTGCCTTCGGTCATCTGAATATCGTTAAATATTTTATACTAAAAGGAATCGCTGTTAAAAATATTAAAAATTTACCAAAAATTATTAATGAGTTTTTTGAAAAAGGAGAATTTGATGTATTGATAAAGATAATGGATGATTATGACATTGACAATGAACACATTACTGAAACTTTGACTAAAATAAAAAAAAAGAGAAATAATTTTGTTTCTAACTTACAACATATTAATGATATAACTGTCATTACCAATAATTAAAAAAATTGATTTTTTTATTTGTCTGTAACCTTCTATAAAGGACTTATTCATATTCAGTTATGAACGAATTTTATAAAGCTATTGAAAACAACGATTTGGTAAAGGTTAAATCAATATTTACCTTGCACAATATTGATTTGTCTTTTAGTAAACATTATTCCGTTCGTCTAGCTTGTAAATTAGGATTCTTAGATATCGTTCAATTTTTAGTTGATAACGGAGCTAACATACATGCTTGTAATAATGATGCAATTTGCCTGGCATCAGAAAATGGTCATTTGAATGTCATAAAATATTTGATCTCTAAAGGTGCATGTATCAAAGATGATAAAAATTATGCTATACCGATGGCGATTCGTGGGGGTCATTATGACGTTGTGAAATATTTGATAGGCATTGATGTAGATATATCGTTTCATAAATTGATCAGTTTAGCTGCAAAATGCGGTCAAATAAATATTGTAAAATTACTCTCAGAACGTGGTGGTGGTTATGATGATGCGTTATGTGAAGCAGCATATCATGGACATTCTGATATTGTGGAATATTTATTGTTAAAAGGTGCTGATGTACATACTATGAATAATTATGCCATTTATCACGCGTCGAAAAATGGTCACCTTGACACCGTCAATATATTAGTTCATTATGGATCCAATATTTCAGCTATAAAAAATCGTTTAATTTGTTGGGCGGTGGTTAACGGTCATTTTGATATTGTGAAGATTTTGATAAATTGTGGAGTGGATATTCGCACAACTATAGACGAACTTCTTTGCACAGCTTCTTCAAAAGGATATTTGAATATTGTAGAATATTTAGTGGAATTAGGGGCAAATATAAATGCCAATAAGTGTTATCCTCTTAAAACGGCATTAGAGAAAAAATATACAAATATGATAAAATATTTAATTTTCAACGGAGCTCAAATTAAAGGTTCAATTAAACATCTCTTTGCATATGCTCTTGTTCACAATGAACCAGACATAATAAATTTTCTAATGTCAAAATGTTCTTTCGTTCATAACTTTACGAATATAGGATTTGCTTATGCTGCATTTAAAGGATATCTCGATATTGTAAAAATTTTTATAAAATTAGGTGCAGATGTCAGTTATGCATCTGGTCATGCAATTCGTTATTCAATATTGGATGAATATTATGATGTGGCTAAATTATTGATATTAAATGGAGCCAAAATTATTAAAGTTTGGAATTTGGATGATGCTATTAAGTATTTTTTCCAAAAAGGAGAGTTTGATGTTCTGAATAAAATAATGAACCAAGGATATATTGAAGATAATTATGTTAAGAAAACGTTAGTCAAAATAACAAATAATAGAAATAATATTCATACAAATTTACGTAACTTTGGTAAAAGTAATTTGATCATTATCACTAAAAATTGAAATCATTATTTAAAGCTGTAATTTATTTATAATAATAACATGAGATTAATGGAATTAATTGCGTTAGCTGCACAAGATACGTACTTAGATAAAAGTAGAGATAAAAGTGGATATGGATTTTGTGATTGGCTATCATCATATTACAATAACAATAAAAATAAAAGTTCATTACGCGGCGATAATAAAAGTTTATTATATGGCACCAATAATAGTTCGTCAAGTAGTTATGGTTATGATATTTATGGATCCGTAAATGACCTTAGTAAATTGAGAAAATCAGTGCGCAAGGGTAATCGCGATGGCATGATAAAATATATTGGTCCCATTCATTCAAAAGATTGTCTTCGCAATTATAAAGAAGCAATACGTTACGCATTAAGTCTTAATAAATATTATCCAATCTATTTCTTGATATCAGACAAATTTGGTTCCGCGATACACAAATTAAAGATATCAAAAGAATTTCACTCAGTATTTAAACCAGTTTTTGACTCAGCTGTGAAAAAAAATGAAAATTATATCGTCCAAAAACTTGTTTCACTTGAATTCGTCCCATATGACGATTCCATTGGAGCCGTTTTCGAGTCCAAATATAAGACAAACATAATAGATTTTCTTGCTGATCACATTGAAGACTCTATAAAAACAAGTTCTAAAAAATCTAATGAATTGTATCAATTATGGATAAAATCTTTTTATAATAGTGGTAAATTTGAAATTGCCATTGATTTGATGAATCATTTTGGTTGTACTGATGATAATATTAAGAAATCCTTTATGAAAATTAACAATAATCGCAATAATTTTGTTACTAATATGATGAATTATAAGAAAGATATAACAATAATTTTTGAAAATTAAACATTTTAATAATACATAGTAAACATGTATACACAAATATGGCGATTTAGATGCCGTAAAAAAATTTGTTTCTGATGGTGCCAATATCAGTAGTTATATTGATGGTCATTATGCACTTAAATTCGCGTTTGAGTCTCATAAGTTTGATATAGTTATTTTTTTGATTGAATCGGGTGCCGACAAGATTAGTACTTATGAAGACAGCAGAAGTGCGTTTTATTATGGTCGATTAGATGTCATTAAAACTATGGTTAAATATGGTTATGAAATTAATTCAATGTTTAATTTGGCTGCCAGATACAATCATGTTGATATAGCTAATTATCTTATTGATATCGGAGCAAATATACAAGGAGTTCCATGTGTATCACTTATTATCAAAAAACTTGTTAAAATAGGAGGCTTAAATACACTTATTAAAATATCAGATCATATTGATGACCAAGATATCAAAAAAAACTATTGATAGGATTAAAAAAAACAGAGAAAAGTTTTTTGTCAACCTAAAAAACATAAGTAATATAATCATAATTACAAAAAATTGAAAAATGAATTGAATAATTTATGTTTTATTTATCTTTATTCAAATGAACAGTTTATTCAAATGAACAGTTTATTCAAATGAACAGTTTATTCAATGTTGGTTTTCGTGAAGGGTTATTTTTTGATTTATCATATGATCAAAAAATAGAATATGTGAAAATTGTTTGTAAAAGGAGAGAATTTAGGACTCTCAAAGATATTATCAATTATTATTATAAATTTGACAGTCCATTTGATGATATAATTGACATTGTTGTGAAAACAAATGATATCGATCTAATTGAATCTTTGATATCCAAAAAACCATATATCGATTATAATACTATATTAGGATGGTCAGTCCAATATGGAAGTTTATCTACAGTCAAATATTTCTTTGACAAATCGACTAATGTTGATTGTGATGCTATGTTAGATTTGTCGGTTCTATGGGGAAATTTTTCCACAATCAAATATTTCTTTGAAAAATCAAGTTATAATGGAAAAATATATGCGATTAATAAAGCTTTTAAACATTTTAAATGGAATATTGCCGAATATTTTATGAATAATGGCTGTAAAGTTAATTATCTAGAGCCATTGCCTCGCCGCGCAATTGGGGAAAATTCTGATCTTATCAAAACATTTGTATCGATCGACATTGATTTCCAGAATCGAATTAAGATACATGACGATGCTATTCAAGTCTTTTTTGACAATAACGATTTTGAATTTCTCATTAAAATCGTCAGTAATATAAATAATGTGCACATAAAAAACATTGTTTTAAAAAAGAAAATTCTTCGGGAAAATTTTAAGAAGAATTTAAGGAACATTAATGATACTATTATTATAACTCAATCGTAATATATTGTTATGTCATTATAATTTTTTGAACTTAGATTATTATTTAAACCATCGATCAAACATTCAATACCTTTGACTCTCGGATCATCAACATTGTAATGCTTTAGTAATCTTAAAGCCACGAAATAGTATTTTTTTATCATACATTGGTATATTATTTCTGGCACTATTTTTGGATCAATATTGTACACTGTATTACCGACTGATATAAGACATATTAGCATTGGAATATTATTATTTTTTATGCAATATTTAACAGCATAATCACAATCCGCTCTAATATCAGCACCTTTTCCCACTAATAGTTTAACGGCAGTTAGATTTGATTTTTTCACTGCAATGCGATAAGAAGCATATTTCTTAACTGAAATATCAGCACCTTTATTTACTAAATATTTTATCAATTCATTGTTATTTCCTTCAGCCGCAAACGGAAGACAATTACCCAAATTGATTCCTCCAACTTTTTCGACCAAATATTCCACAATTTCAAAATGTCCTTTCAATGACGCAACTTGAGCTGCTTTATTAATATTTAACACTGATTTATCAAAATTATCTAATAGATATTTAATTACAACCAAATTTCCATAACGACATGCCAAATGCATTCCTCGCTCATATATATATTTACAACGTGGTTTTAATTCAAGTATTGATAGACAAACATTAGTTCTCTTGAGCTTAAACGCTGTTTCAATCGCGAGTAACGCCATTGGTTTTCCATGAGAATCTTTCACTATTTGAACCATTGTTCCAATATCATTTCTGATAATAGCGTTCTTTAACATTTTCATTGTGTTCATTATTTTTAATTTATTATCTAGCCGACCTCTTTAACTATTTTCTTTTCTCTAATTGAAGTTTTAAATATTTGTTTTTGTACTTTAAGTATTTATTGTAATAACCTCCATTTTGATTGTCATTATTATTATTATTGTTTTTTCCATTATTATTATCGTTGTTTCCATTGTTATCATTTTTATTATTCTTATTATTTCCATTTTTATTATTCTTACCATTCTTATTATTACCATTTTTATTGTTATCATTGTTATTACCATTATTATCATCATTGTTAATTCCATTATTATAAATATTATTATTATTATTATCATCTTGTATGTTATCTATTTCTTCATTCTGATCAATATACACACAATATTCATTAAATATATCTTTATAAATCTTATTTATGACAGAATCGTAAACTTTAATGACATTGGGAGACAACATTTTGTCAAATGAGCTATTCATAATATTAGTGGTAATCTGGTTTAACATTTCATCATCATTTAATTTATCATTATTTACCATGACTCTTTTTGTTTCAGGATCAAGTTGATTAATTTTATTAGTTGTAAACTCAACCTTATTCAATATAGTGTTTATGGCATATACATCAATAACACGTCTAATCGATAAAGGTGATACCATATATTTTGTTATATCATTATATTGATCTATTGGGTTGCTATAATTTCTGAATCTTTCTGATAAACATAATTCAACATATAACATTGAATGCATAAAACATAAATTTTTGTCAACAATCTCATTGACTTTATTCTCGTCAAATAATGTTCCATCATATTCTTTCTTTCCAGTCGTAACGTTAAAAATTGCTGCTCCTGTGTAAACAAGATTGTCATCTTTTACATACTCTTTTAAATCATAAACAGTATAACCATATTTTCTAGAAGAATTTTGCAGATGTCTAACAATTTCATTTGTCTCGTAACCGACGAAATTATTACTATCATAACAGATAACCCATTTTTCAATTTTATTTATTATAATGACATTTGAATGACCTTTCGATTTTAGAATATTATTGGACAATAAACTATTATCTGTCAGAAAATCGAATATGTTTGTGGAAGAATCTGCATGTCTCAACGATAATGGTATAATATAATAATCGTTCACAGTATCTTGATTGATGTGTTTAAATATTCTCTTAAACTGATCTTCAAATTTTTTAAAATCGCTTGACATATTTATTATGTTATCATCACCAAAGACGAATAATTTGGTGTAATTATTGTCATCTATACGACTATATAACTGTTGAAAATTCAAAGCGTTTATATGTGTAAAACTTTTGTGATTCTGTAATATAAATTTGACTTTTGGATATGTTTTGCATATATTATCTATTGATGCCATTGTTTTGAAAAATGTCCCTAAATCATAGCTGTATTTATATATATCATCTGTATTGCTACTTTTTAAAATTCTACTCATCTCGTTTATTCGCTTTGCACTAAATATTTTGTGTAAATTAAACGATTGAAATAAGTCGTGTCTGCGATTTATCATTGCCAATGATTTGGGAATACATGTGCCATATACATTGCGCACAACTAATTTATCCTTTCTATCACTTCCTTGTTTTATTATTAATGTTTTATTTTTGTGAAAAACTTCAGGATCAAAATAACAGTTTTTATTCTCAACGCATTGCGTGGTAGTCACATTCATACATTGATTATCCTTTTGACTCAATTTTATACTTATATTATTACCATCTAATACATAGGTGGTTTTGTCATTGTCCATTGTGGAACCGTTCTCCGTATCGTCTACTATCTTTTTTCTTGTACAATCAGTAAAACACGAAAACAGTAGATCATATAAATTATTCGCAAGCAAATTATTACCTTCATATATCTTGTTAATTGTCATATTTATTAATTTCACAAAAGAGTTGTATAAAATCATAGTCATTTCAGAGCTGTTATAATATTTTTCTCTTATTTCACCACATGCCCGAGACAATATTAATAATGATGTTATTAAATCAATTTTGTTGTCATCAAATATATATACATAAGGTACGTATGTTGGTTTTCGGAATTTGACTAATACTTGATCGTCTGTTAGAATAAAGTTAAATGATTTTGTAAGCAAATTTTCACCTATTGGTATATTCTTTTCTGAATTAACAGTGTATATCGGCAAAATAATACTTTTGTCGAATTTTGTTCTGTTTTTTAACTGATTTTGTGTTCCTGTCGTAAAATATATTCTTTCCCCCAATGGTTTTTCTACGTGCTTTATATTGTTCTCAATGTTATACTTTATACTTGTTGCTTCTATACTTTTTTTAATATATTCTAATAAAATAACACAGGATTCAAGATGTTTTATATATTTGCTTTGTGATTCATAATTTCTTTTTACTTCATCTGTGTGACTGGATGTGAGATACTGTAATTCGTAAAATAATAATGTTTTTTCGTTTGGTATAATCATACCATTTTTTAACTTTAAATAATGTTGTATATTGCTTGTTATATTTTGAGTGACATCACAAATTTTAACATCATTGGCAAACAAAGAATAAGTTTCATTTATGTATGAATTATTTGATAAAGATCTTACTTCTAATTTATTCAAATTCATATTGCCATTTAATATATTTTTTATATACAAATGTTTAGCTATTTCATTTATAGTATGAAAAGGATTATCGGAAAAGATATCTATATCATAGCTTTTTTCATAATAGGCAGTAAACCTACTATTCTTCTTAAATTTATCAAATCCACTGTCCATTATTAAATTATAAATTGCAAAACCACCATACACCATCAGACCATTTTTTATTATATATTCCTGTAAATCAGCATATACATTTTCACTTACCTTTTTCTGAATCATTGTATCAATTTCACCTTTTTGTATCATTGTGTTTATTTTACACTTTGTTTCTTCGTCAAATATATTGTCAAATGTCATATTTTACACGTATATATACATATAACATAAAAATTTGAAAATACATCCTTTTTAACCTTATTTATCCAAAAATAATTATATATAGCAATGAAATATAATTATGTTCCTGATCTATTTTTTAATATTGCTGTTATAAAAGACTTTAATAAAACATTATCCAAACAGATAACTATTTATTTGCCGACTGATATACAAAAATATGATCTATCAAGTATTCTCATAAAAATTGAACAAATCAATGATGAGTATTTAATAACTTCTCCGTTTGGAAATGATAAATTTAGAATTAACAATCACAATATTATTCTGGAAAACATAAATAATTTTAAATGTGGTTTGGATACTATTATTGACAATAGCAAAACGAAATATGTGGTTTTTCTTTTCCAAGAAAAAGAAACCTATTATACTCATGGCACATTCATTATATGTGACGTTGGAACCAAACATATCTATCGTTACGAAAACTTTTTTCCGCTGCTCAATGGAATTGGCAATATGTTTGATATTTATATGACAAAATTATATGAAAACAGATATCACCCTCCTATCAGCAAACATTATAAAATCAGACTAACTGCCAATGAATCTGAATATGATAAATTGAGTTATAGATGTAGAAATTTAGGATTGTGCAGAGTAAGATCTTACTATGATATATTCCGATTGAACGATACCAATAATGATTTTGATATTAACAATGACCATAAAAAAAATTATATTTCCAAATTATCTCATAATCATAATACTTTTTGCAATTTCGCCAAAAAACTCTTAAAAATAGAAATGAATACTATTATGCAATTTAAAAATCATTCTTTTAATCACATTGATTATAAAACTTTTTTGACCGATATTTTGAATTTTAAAATTGTTAACAGAAATATTACTCTCGAAGGATGTAATTATGATATCAAATATATCACCAAAGATAATATCATGGATTTTATTAATAAAAATTGAAATTATATTTATTCTGAGATTGGCATAATTTGGATATTATTATATTCGTTTCCAATAATGAATTATTTTTCAGCTTTTACTGGTTTCTTCTGGTCAACTAAAGAACAAAGATATTTGATTCATCTTTTGCCAGACGAGATTATTAATATGAGTCTGAGTTATATGAATTTTCCTGAATTGGTCAGAATTCGTGATGCTACTTCGGCTCATTTTAAAACAAAAGATGATATATTAAAAAGAATTTTTAGTCTTGTTAAATCAGAACTACTAACCAGAAATTACTACGAACAATTTTTTAACAGTTTAAATGACGAACAAGTAAAAAAGTATTTGGCTGGTGTATATATTTTTAAAGTGATAAATGAAAATAATTTAGAGTTGAAAAAAAACTATCAAGATGTTACTGCATTAACTTTGATACCTATTGAAGGAAACAAAAAAAAGAGTTTTTTCCAGAAAATATTAGACATTCCTAATTCAATAAAAGCTTATTCCAATGAAATGTCAACACTCGATAGATATATTGATTATATAGATAATTATTCTTATAATGATGAAGAATATAAGTACACATCAGGGCATATAAAATGTCATCACAATCTGTTTTGTCAGATAACTATCCATCGTGTCGAAACCAAAAAAACAATGAGAAAAATTAAAGAAATAAAAATTTTTTACTATTGTGACTGTGAAAAATATGTGTGTTCTTGTAAACAAAAAACGTTATGTTCCATTCTTTGTGATAATAAATTCAGGAAAATAAAAGATTGTCCTTGTAAACAAAAAGTATTGGAAACTATTTTTGGTAAAGCAGAATTTTATGAAACGGAAAAATATTGTTTTGTTTTCAATAATACGCAGCAAAAAATAAAGGCTAAAACTTTGAGTTGTGATAAAAGTTTTTTCTTTGAGTATGATTTAATGAAAGATCATTGTACAGTATATCGTGTAGATTATTAGAGTCACAGTATGAACGTTTATTTTATTTTAACTTTATATTATTTTGTCATTTAGAGTTTTATTTATACTAAAAAGTTGAAATCATAAATATTTGCTTGTTATATATTTATTATTATTAAATATTAATGTTTCAAGTTAAAAATAAATTAGAACAAGCTAATCAAAAAATATATGAGGAATGCTTGAACTATTATTCTAATTTAATTCAGTGTGCCAAGAAAATAGTTGTTGAAGAATTACTAGAAAAAGCCAATAACGGTCATACTAGTGTAGGTCTTACTATAATACCTAAAAAAAATCATATTGATGTAATTTATGGTGGAGACAATACTCATTCCTATGATCTTTCCAAAGAAGATTGTGTGACTCCTCAAGTTCCTAAACATTACTGTGGCAATATGAGTTATCCTCATAGAAAAAATTTGGAAAGTGCTATAAATTCCAAAGTAAAAAAATTGTATGACATTGATATTGATGTGTCGATGTCTGTTTATAATAGTTTATATTTTAACGCTAAATGGTAACATAATTTTACTATTTTTTTTATTTTTCTTTTAATACTTTACAAAAAATTGAATTTTAAAGTGTTTGTTTGTGATGTATTAATTATATATTAATATAACATGTCAACTAAAAACCAAATTAAAGATAAATTACAAAAGACAAAACAAGAAATGTATGATGAATGTTTGAAATATTATTCTAATTTAGTTCGCTGCACTCAAAATGTTGTAATTGATCAAGCATTGAAATCAGCTCATAAAGGTAGAAATAAGGTAAGTTTCGATGTTTACGCTAACACAAATAATATGGAGGTGTATGGTGGAATTGATGATACTTATGAATATTCGAACCCCGATGACAAAAAAGAATGTTCTCAGACACCAAAATTTTCTTGTCACAATATGATTGATTCTGATACGAAAAAAATAAACGAAATTATAAACGCAAAAGCAAAAAGTTTATATGATATTGATGTCAATGCGTCAACATCATACTATAAAAATGGGGGTTTGTATTATGGATGTAAATGGTAAACCCCATTATTGTAATTCTAGTATTTTTTATTTATTTTACTTAATATTAATTTATTTAACATTTGCCATTAATGTTCAAATAAAAAACATATTTGATTACTAAATTTAATTATTATTCCAAATTTTGATAAAAAAATTGAAAAAGTTAATCGTCTGAAAAACTCATATAAAAAAGGTATACATTATAGTTCTCTGGAGAAGCCTATCCATCTGTCAAAGGATGTAAAAGAACCCGTTACTGATTAACGGAGAAGTTATTACATATATTGGTCAATATTGTTTGAACCTTTTAGATTCCTATTAGACATCCTCGTTTGTGGAGTAAAACAGTATCATTGTCATGATGAAGCACTATTGTTTTACTTTGCGTAAAAAACGAGTAAAGTTGAATTAAGAATTTTTGAGGAAGTAATACGTGTGTTTCGTATTTTCAAACCGTATAACCAATGGAGTTTTAATGAAAAATAATCAGATACCATTGACCCGTGGTATGCATTAAATTGCGGACGAATTCATCGCAATTCGTTGAAGTGTTTGTTTTAACCAGAAGGCAAACACAGGCGACACTAATTAGATCAGTCGTAGGTTGTATTGTAGAGTTTCAATACAGCTGAAATAACTTAACTCGCACAAAATGTTTTTTCAATTTCACATTTTATCAATGCTTACACTCTTATTAATGGTAAGTATGTGAACAATGACAATCAAAGAAAAAAAGTCAACAAGACACTCAAAACAGTTCATCAACAAATGTTGAAAATAATGGGTGATCATTCTTCTCTTGTTGTTAGAGGTTTTAGAAATATGATTGAAGTTTTTGTCAATTTTTTGGTTTGCAACATTGGCAACAAAGAATATGAATTTACCTATCAAAGAACAATTGACATGGCTCTGTTTAATCAACCGTTAACCACTTTGTTAAGTAACAGTCTAACTGCTTTGGAAAACCAAAAAAATGTTGTTTTTAACAATGATTCTTGTAACTCAATAATTCAGTATGTTAATAATTATCCTGAATTGAGAGCTCTAATGACTAGCAATAAATTGTTTTCAGTTACGATGACATCATTTCTTTCACTTAACAATGCCATTCATCAAAGTGATGAATTGATTATTTCCCTTCTACGTTTGGGTATTCCCGCAAAATGGATTGATGTCAGAGATTATGGCAAAAGAAAAGACGTCACTTTTGACCAAAAAGTACGAATGTTCCGAATGTTCATGACAAATGACATCATTTTATCAAGCGATAATGGTTGTTCCGAAATTCTCAGCGTTACTGGCAAAAGCAACATCAATGAGTTTGAAACTTACTTAAAAATCTTCAATCTAACTTGCAAAGATTTTGAGAATGTATTGGGTATGTCTTTTCTGATACATGGATTAGAATTCGTGAAGTATCTTTTGTCAAATGGAGCAGAATGCAAATTCTTTGATAACATCAAAGCTATTTTGGCGAATAGAAACATTCATGGTCATTACATTCTTCCCGAAAAAAAGATTCTGGAATTTCTTCATTTCGTCAAACAAAATGATGTAGCCACTAAAACATTGTACGGTAACATGACTTTTGATCATGTGTTTAAACATGCAAAACAGCATCACAAAGATGATTTGTTCAAAGCTGCACTCAAAAGTAATAGTGCCAAGGTGTTCGAACTTGCCGTGGATGTTTTTGGCTTTGAAATCTCTCACGATTTTTTGAATACTTTGTGGTTTGATCAAGGTTATAAATCAGAACTGGTTTCAAACAAAAATACAGTCAGGATCACCAAACTCCTCATTGCTGGAGGACTACTAAGCAAAACGGCTCTTAACAATTTGGCAAAAGAGTATCCTATTTTCAGCCATAAGATAAAAGAAAAAAGTTGCTTTAGAAATCCACAGCTTTATGATTTAATTTATTCCTAAATTTTTAAAGAATCATCTTGAATATATTCATCCGAATTTTTGTTAAATTCAGTAATATACTTAACGGCATCAGAAAAGTCCAGGTCTCTGGTGTATATGTGATCACCCCCTTCACAACTGCTTATAACATTATTAGTATTATTATTCAGTTTATATTTGGATAATTAGATAATAATAAAATCAAATTTTTTATTGATCTAACACAAATGTTTGGAAAATAAATTTGTCAGATTTTTTGATTGTGTAATGCGAAGGATATCCATTCTCACAAACATACTTTTTAATTATCAAATTCAGTTTATGTTGATTCGTGTGAAGCCACTTGTCAAATTGTATTGAATCTGTATTAAGTATTTCAAAAGTAATGGTTTCTCTAGAATTTTTCGGATTAACAAAAAAATTTATGTCTTTTACTGCTAAACTCAAATTTTTCTTGATTTTCTTTTTCCCCCCTATTAAATTCCCCATTTATATTTATACATTTATTATTCATAAATATCTCCAATATTTGCAAATTCAGTTTTTTGTTGATTATTACCATTTAATAAATCAATATCTCTGAATATGGTAATTGACTTACCACTGAATTCATGATATTTTTCCAATATACTCTCAATATCTATTCCATATTTTTTTTTGGTTAAATTTGTGGCTATATATTCATTAAAAGAGTTCATGTGGTATTGAAAATGAGAAACGTCTTTCGCTACATCATTAATTAATTTCATAAATTTTTTATTTTTTTCTGATATATAATTTAGGCGTATTATCAAATCATCAATGTATGGCATCATAGCGTTCCAAAGTTTGTCTAATTTACTATTTATATTCGTGACATCAACATTTTTACATATATCAGCTAAACTTCCTTTTTTAAATTTATTATTGTCATGTTCAGTACCCATTACCATACCAATTTCGCCCATCAACAACATTGATCCCATGAATAATTCCGAAAAAATATACTTAAGATATTTGTTTACATCTTCCTTAGTGACATTTGTTTTTGGTTGATTTATCATATACAATTTAAAAATATAAAAAAATATCTAATTAATTATTCATAGTTCGAATTTTTTGATCGATTGAACACTTTTTTCTTTGGAGCAACAGTATCTTTTGATCCTACTTTTCTTTTTTCACTTTGCACACTGTTATTGTCCAATAAATCGTCGTCCTTATATTTATTGAATATTTCTACTAATTTTTTAACACTAGAAGCACTCATATTACTAATTTGATCATTTTCCAAACTGATTTTTTCAGTATTTTTAATTTGTTCAGATAATTCAACACAATTTTCGTGTAATTTTATTAGTTCTTTTCGAACGTCATTATATTTTATCTCTAAATCTTTTGTTTTAGTATCTATTTCATTACCCATCTCAATTTCTAAGAATTCTGTTATTTTAGTTTCTAATTTATTTATTCTATCACTCATCAGTATAATTCCGTTACTCAGCTGATTATATTTATTGTCTAGATCCGCTGTTCTGTTATTAATAATATCCATCACCATATTTTCTAATTTATTAATTCTAGAATTTATGCGAGAATCCAATTGATCATACTTTTTGCTCAAATCTAATATTTCAGCATTTTCACTATTTATAATCTCTGTCACTTCCTTTTCCAATTTATTAATTTTATCACCTGTCAACGTAAATTCTTCCAATAACTGGTTACATTTATTGTCCAAATCCAATGTTCTGCTTTCCATCACAAGTATTTTATCATCCACAAAACCAAAAGCATTACACATATTATTAAACTTTGTTTCTGAATCCATTATTATACCATTTATCTGATGATTGATTTTTACAATATCATTTTCCATTGCTGTTGATAATTTGTCTAGCTGATTACATATTAAGGTGTATTTAGTTTCTAATTCTGCTGCTCTATTGTTTATTTGAACAATATTTGTCATATTACTTTCTAATTTATCTATTTTGTCATTCAATTGACTAAATAGATTATGTGGTTCTAATGGACAAAAATATAACTTTTCTAATTCCAAACTGAATGATGCAGTTGGTTCGTAATTATAATCTATATTTTCAATGTTGCTGACCAACTCTTGAATATATTTTTTGACCATGAATTTAATTCTAAGATTATTACCCAAATTTTTCGTTGTATTATTGACAATCTCATCCAATTTTATATAATAGTCTAGCTTGTCGCAATCTTTCATTTCAATAAATTTGTCTATAAAATTCATCTTACCACATATCATATTAAGAGGAATACTGTCCTCAAATTTAGTCAAATAATTCAACAATTTTTTGCTTTCATTTTCGTCAATAGTACAAAGACTTTCTATTATACCATCATTCATCATCAAATTTGAAATATCATACTGAATTTCCAAACTATCTAACATAGATGTTAAACTATATAACTCACTTAAATTCCTAACATTATTACTTTTCATTTGTTTGCCAAGTTCTGATTTTAATTCTTTTGTCTTGAACTCTATTTCCGAAAAGCCTAAATCTAATAATTTTCTCATTAAAACATTTTCACTGAGATATTGCAGACTTGATATTATCGATGTAATACTGTCATATTTTAAAGATTCTAATTCTATATCCAATCTTTTCTTGATTTCACACAAAAGATTACGGCCAAAAATATCTATTTTATAATTAGTTGTTAAAATATCATATACATTCATAATGCCTTTTAATGAAGTATCTTTATTTTTGTTTAGCTGGTGTATATTATTTTCAATCAAATATTCTTTATATTTTTCAGTGATTCTGATTTCTAGGTCTTTGACTAATTTCATAAAACCAAATTCTGTAATAGCATCCTCAAATATTTCTTTTAACTTTCCAATACATTTAATATATTTTTCATCTACACTGTATGATTTGTGCCAAAGTTTTCCCAAATATTTAGTAGCTAAATTATCCAGCATTGCGGTATCCTTCAATAACTCTTCATTGCTCTTGAAAGTAACGTTGCATATGCTGATATAATCTTCCTTTTCAAAATCACTTTCAAAACAAATATTTTCATCACATATCAAATATTTCTTATCTTTACATTCTAATGTAATGTTATTGTGATCAAATTTATTGTCAAATAACACTTGCACATTTTCTGGTCTAGAAAAACTTGACTTTTCTACACATTGTTTAAAACAGTTTAAAAATTCTTCATTATCCTTGATCAAAACATATATTGTGTTGTTCATTGTAATATAGTCATTTGAAGAAACATAGTATTAATTGGTATAATTTTCAATTTTTTTGTTATAATAAAAATTTGAAAGAAATAATACTTTAATGCTTAATACATTCGTTACTATCACAATGGATATAATAATATTTATAATAATAATAGTCTGTATATTTATTTTTATGCGATTTTACGAAAACTATTTAGATGATAACTTGAGATTAAATAATTGAAATTTAAAATGTAAAAGCTTGTTAATTTGTTTATAAATACAATAGATGGACAATATAAATGTTATTTATGGTGCAAAATGGAATAATAACAGTATTATAAACATAATTAATTGCGATGAAGATAAAAATAATATTTTCACTCTGATCGAAAACGATAAATATGATCAAATCAAAAATATGGCCGATGATTTAAACATAATCAAATGTGATCTCACAAAAATATTAAGGTCACACGATTGTCTTAATGAAAATGCGGATGCTATATATGATCCTCAGTTGAAGATAATATTAACCAAAACAACAATTCACAATTTGATAAAGTCTTTGGATGATAATTCGAATAACATTAAGATTGGAATTTATTCTGCAGGAATGTCCGAAATAGATATTGTAACAATGGGGTTTATATATTTAAAACTGTTAAATTATAATGTTTTTCCAAAAATTGATTTAGGAGTTAATAATTTGAAAAAAACAAAATCAATATTAAATCAAATCAATGATATGGATATTATTATTACTACGGCTGGTATGGAGGCTGTATTATCCACCGTATTAGCCAACATAACGCATAAACCAATTATTGCTGTACCGTCCAATGTGAGCTATGGATATGGGGCAAATGGCATTGTTGGATTATATTCAATATTAATGAGTGATGTTCCTGGCATTGCTATCTTTAACATAGGCAATATTTACGGTGCGTGTACGTTTGCTCATAAAATTGGTCAATATTTACTGAAAAGAACAAAGAAAAGAAAAATAATCAAAAATTTATTTGAGCCGAAATATTCTACAACAATAAATTTTGTTCAATCACAAAAAACTATCAAAACTAGAGATAAAAACAATTTAATTGATGTTATTAACGGAATTAGAATCAATTATCCATTGATTAATTTAAATAATAAAAGTTTAGAACAAATAAATAATTTTATACAAAAACATAAATATACTATTCTGAGAGATAATAGAAATACAGATTATTCAACAGACATACCTGCACAAACTTTTAATAAATACAGCGACATTATTTATTGCAATTCTCCTCCAGAATTCGTTGCCAAAAGAAAAGAAATTTATGATTCCACTAATATTTTAGTCATATGTGGTGGCATGTCTGACTTAAAATATGCTCGTGAATTTGAGGCTTATATGAAATTAAATGGTTTAAAATGTGACATTATTGAATCTTTCGATATGAATCAAATTATATTGTATGAAGATATGCTCGACGAGTTAAAGAATGATTATGGTATATGTGTTGTTATTGCCGGGATGAACGGAACCATCTCAAATTTAGTTGGAGGATTTCTTTCTAATATGCCGGTAATAGCAGTTCCAGTAGCCAATTCATTGACTGAAGTTCATGATGAAAGAAATACATTGATGTCGATGTTAAATAATTGTGTTGGTGGTATTGCTGTAGTCGAGAAAAATAATATATATAGTGCTTCTTGCTTAGTTTTGTCAATATTGTTCAATTATTATGGAGATATAAATCACCTTTCATTGTGATTTCTTTAAAGCCAAATATTTTGATTTATATTTAATGTATTTATCCAAATAATCTTTTTTTGATCCTCCTTTCTGAATATATTTATCAAATTCAATATTATTTAAATCTATATCCAGAGCTATATATGAAACATTCAAATTTCCAAATGATTCTTTTGCATATTGTTTTAATACTTTGATATAGTCAGAATCATTGATATTTTTTATATATTTTTCAAGGTGACGATATATATTGTCATTTATTTCCAATATATTTTTATTAATTAGATTTATATTGTTTTGGGCAATAAAATCATCAAAATAAAAGAATAAAACTGATCTTAAAACATAATATAAATTTATTGGAGATACTAATTCTACTTTTGGTCGCTTATAATCAAAAAGTTCATTTGGATTTACATTAAAATATTTTAAAATTTTTGCCACAACAAACATTGAATTGATTTTCTCAATATTTAGTAAAGAATTTAACAAATCATATTGCTCGATATTATTTAGCTTATATTTGTTTGACATTATAACGCACAAATTCATACAGTTAAATATGTTAGACAATAATTCTGCTACGCATTCCATTTCACCACAATCATCATAAAAGGGCATCTTCTCTCTTACATCATCAAGAACATTTGTGTTTTCTATAAAAGTACCATCCAGCTTATATAAATGAATGAGCTCATGTAACAATAATTTCGTAAATTCTTCTCTTTTTGTTATAATCATATTTGATCCAGTGACCCCACTCGTTGTAAAAGCAGTATTAGTTTTTTTATATATGTCCAAATGTTCTGGAGAATATTTGGGTCCAACTAATTTTCTCTCAATATTATTAGGAAATAAGTAAATATTAAAATGATTTTGGAATATTCTTTTTGAAACTAATATCTTCTTTTCTGGAACAGTTTCTATGAATTCGCTAAATACATTAAAAAGATGTAATGTTTTTTTTATAAAAGGCAAATCCTTAGTATATGCAAAAAATTTAAACTTTTCGTTTCCTTTCACTGATATTTCATATACTTCATCATTATTTGATTCCTTAAAAAAATCATAGTTTTGATTCGCATTATTGTCAATTAAATCTTTGTAAAACTCTTCCAACGATTTTCTAACATATTTTTCATCGATTTTCTTTATTTCTAGTTCAGTTTTAGTATGGTTAAACACTTTACTATATTCTATGTAACAATTTTTGACAAATTCATTTAACTTATTTGATGGTTTATTGTATTGTAATTGTTTTATGTTTTCTTTTGATTTCTCTGTAATAAATTCAGTAATATGTTCCATATTATGTATACGTGTATATAAGTATACGTATATATCTAGAAAAGTTGAATTAGAAAATATCTAATATATCTAATATGGTTATATTGATAACTCTAAAATGAATGTTCTTGAAGCTAATAAAATTGTACCAACATATCAGTCGTATAATAATAAGATTACTCATGCCGGACTCATTTATTATCTAAATTACTGTTGGACAAAGGAAATTGGTGCAAGTTTGAGACCAGATATTTTTTGGTATACTATAGTGTCAGAAATTGCTAGAAATATTGTTTTGAAACCAAAAGACTTTAAACATTTGTTCTCGAATTCTGGTAATAAAATTGTCTTAAGGACACAAACTTTGGTTGAATATGATATTGACATTAATGATATTGATAAAAGTTTGAATAAATCTGTTTTAAATAAAGAATTTAAAGATTTAATAACTAAAACACAATTCGAGTCTCAACCTGATAATTTTGATTTGGCACTTAAAATTGCTTTTTCCTATATGGCATCTCCTTTTTTTGACTATGTAACTTTTGGATGTGGTATACCAAAAATAGAAATTAAAGGATCTCAAAATGAATATGTTCTTTTACATAATAAAATTTTAAAACTCAAAGAATTTGTTCCTGAATTTAGTGACTATTTAGATGATTGTTCTAAGATGATTAATGATTTAATATATTGGTGTTTTAAAGATACTTCTGGAACAACAAACATAAAAGAATGTTCTGCGGCTGAAATGTTTTTATCGGGAATGTTCTTCATTAATAAAAGGTGTGCTTCGGGCCATTCATATAATATACACGGATGGATCAATAAATTTTACATAAATAAATATAAACATTTGAGTGAATATCCTTCTCATCTCAATTATATACCATACGAATTCGAAGAAACAGGCAATTATTTTTATAAAGCCATAGGTTTGAGCTATTCTGATCATGACGAAAAAGAAAATATCTTAAGACCCAATTATGGATATGTCATTCATCAGGTTTTGGATAAGGATCTTTTCTCTGCTTTAAAAAATTAGGTTCTTTTTATCGTTGATTCTAATTCAAAATCGAAAACTAAGCCATGAGATACTAAATATGCCATAATTGTATTTAATAGCATAGGATCAATTTTCTCCGTATGTCCGTTATATGTTGCGTAATATTCATATGAATCATTTTGTTTATCCACTTTAAATTCAAAGAATTTTTTTTCAGATATTGGTTTTATGAGATATATTTTGAGAACATAAATTGGTATTTGATCGTGGAATTCGATTTCATCGTCGACAACTGTAGAAAAATTATTAAGAAAATTAACTATTAAATCCATTGATGATTCTTTAGAATAATGATTATCATAATCAATAATATTGGAAGTAAACATATCATCTGATATTATAAATCTTTTAAACAATATTTCTTCAACTTGATCTATTTCGTTCTTTGATAACAATTTTTTGACATAATCCATGATATTATACAGTATGTTTACATAATTATTATTTATAATATTACTCATTATAAATTTTATATGTTTTGTATATATATACTATGCATCGAATACGCAATTTAAATAATACCATAAATCCCTTTTGCCAAAATATAACTAATTTTTCTGTTAATAAAAATATACATTGCACATCACATTTATTTAAAGATTGTGATAAATCTTATGTTTCTGCAGAATGTTGTAAAGTGTCATCTGATTCAAGTTCTGAATCATCTTTCTCAGATTCCAGTTCGTGTAGTTCTGAAGAAAAAACTAAAACCCATTCCAATTCATCCAGTTCTGAAGAAAAAACTAGGAAAACTAAAAAAAGTAGAAAAAATAAAAAGTGTATTATTAGCACTGATTCTGAATCCTGTTTAAGCTCAGAATCAAGTGTGAATTTTAGTTTGAAATCCGATCACAATTCCAATTTAAAATCCAGCAATAACTCCAGTTTAAAATCCAGTAATAACTCCAGTTTAAAATCCAGTAATAACTCCAGTTTAAAATCCAGTAATAACTCCAGTTTTAAATCCACTAATAACTCCAGTTTAAAATCCAGCAATAACTCCAATTCAAAATCTAGCCAAAAATCTAATTTAAAATCAAAATTAGCCGAAATAAAATATAAGCCCAAATGTGAACAAGAATCATTATCTTGCGAAAAGGTATGCGAGTCGGAACAATCAGAAAAAGTGCCTAGCTGTCCTTCAGTGTCTAAATCTATATCGAATTGTAAATCAGTTTCCAAATTTAGCTCGAATTCTAGTTGCCCAACAAAAAATCCTCATAAAGTAAATAAATATTTAAAATTAACTGATGTGTTTTCAAGATGTACAGCCGGTAATACAACATCTGCATCGATATCCAAACACGGTAAATATGTTTTTCTGGTCTATAACATTACAATGGATTGTTCCGGAAATGTTGTGGGTGAAATTTTTGAAAATAAATATGGTCACCTTATTACAAAGAAAATATTAAGAACTGATAATGATTTTGGTATAATTAACGGTGGATATGCGTCGTCCAACTTTACTAAATTTACTATTCTCGACAGCAATAACACAGACACCGCCAGAGTCAGAATATTCGACAGTAAATTTAATGTTTTAGCAACTAAGTTATTAGAGGATTATTATCCAAAAGGAAATTCTTTCAGAGGAGGAAAATTTATATTGGACGGAAAGTATATTGCACTCACATATGTATATGCATCTGATGTTAATACAGACAAACAAAGATCTATAATCAGAATATTGAGAAGTGATACTTTGGAAGATGCATTTGAATACACATTTGAAGGTAACACTTATTCTGATGTACAGTCTTTTAGAACAAGTAATGGTTGTGAATATCTGATTTTATTATCAAATGATGGTATATACAACAACGACAATCCAGAAGCCAATAATTTCTCTGTTCTTAAAATACTGTGGATGGATGAATGTAATTGTAAAATAAAACTAGTCGATCAAGCACTTTTACCACAATTAGGTAATTACGATTTTGTCGAAAAAGATGATCAAGTTTATATCGCAGTAGGTACCTATAGAGCAGATATTAAAAAAGTAAAAACAATATTCACCATTAAATCTCAGTCTCTCTTATTGAATGATGGAGATGAATTAAAGGTATTCAAATTTTCTGACAATAAGCTTCATTTATCATATTCCAAGAATTTAGATACGTCTGCTCAAGTATTCTTCCATCCAAATAAAAAAAATATTCTAATACATCAAAATAATGTAAAGACCACCGGTATGCCATATGAATGTGATAGTGAATCTATGACTGTCGGCAATGAACTTGTTCAATATCCAGGATTCTTTAATATTAACAATATTTGCTTGGATAATTGTAATGTCACTATGGGTAATTCTGTTATAACCAGAACTGCACCAAATAATTTCTCAGCTAAATTTAGCGATAATGGTAAATGGTTGATAGTTACTGGATCCAAAGAAAACTCAAAACAAGATGATACCTATGGAATTAAAAATATTCAATTATTTAAAGTTGATCTAGTGTGTTAACTTAGATTTAAATATTTGAGTAAAAAATCTATCATATCAATATAATCTTCAACATATATTATTTTCTTGGGTAAGCAAATATCATTTTCAGTATCAAATATACTTTTACATTCTAAAGGACATAAATAATGAGTAAAATCTTGTAGCATCAATGAACTCACCATATCATGTCCTCCATGCACTGTTCCAGTTTTATCAACATATCCGATTACACAAATTCGTGAAATCGAATTATTATCCACTTGATAATACGCGCAAAATAAACCTGTCAATATTGACAACAAATTTTCATTATCAACGTTTATATCCGAACTTATTTCAAAACAATATTTTTTTAAATCTCTACCCAAAAAGTCTTCCATTAGATTATACACATCTTTTACTTTATTGTATATGTCAAGTTTATTCGGACAATTTAGAAAAAAATTACTATTATCATTAATATAATCTCTTGTGTATTTTTTAATTTGGATATGATTTGACTTTGTTTTATTATGTTTTAAAATAACTGTATTGACAGTACTTTTAGATATTAAATCATAATTCAAATCCATACTCTTTTTACTGACATTTTCAGCGATTGTCACTAATTGTTTATTATTCTGTATCCTTCTTCTGAATGAACCAAACTTTCTTGAATTTATTCTTTTGAGAGGAGTACGTTCCTCTTTTTCTTTATAAAACAAATTACCCATTCTATAGCTTTAATATTATAATACTCTTATTATTTTATATTCAATTTTTAATGTAAAAAAATGAAAAAAAGATTATAAATAATAATAAAATAATTATATTGATAATAATAATGATGAACATAGCAAATCATATATATTCATGGTTTACTAACGAAAATGCAAATATCAAAAATCTTGCCAATAACGAAATATTACAGATTGCCAACGAGTTAAATGGATTGTTCTCTGAAGTAAATGATACTAATCATAAAATAACTCTTCCCAAAATTGTAGTCGTTGGAACCCAAAGTTCTGGTAAAAGTACAGTTCTAAACGCTATTATGGCTCTGGATATATTACCCACTGGCAAAAATATGGTGACAAGAACTCCTTTGGATATTAGATTACATAAAAATAAAATTAATGAGGCTAGAATCGAATTGGGATTTTATGGTGATAGTGGATGGATTTCTGAAAAAAATATAAAATTGTCATTGCCTAATGCCAGCAAAGACGAAATCGATCAGATTAGACAATACATATCACAAAAAACTATTGAGTTGGCCGGCAATGAGATGAACATTAGTAAAAATCCAATATATATACAAATTTTTTCACCTAATGTGCCTGATCTTTCTTTAGTTGATTTGCCTGGATTAATTATGGTTGCATGTACTGACAAAGGACAGCCCAAAAATATGCCAGAACAAATTGAAAAATTAGTTGAGTCTTATATAAAAGATAATAACACAATCACACTTGCAATCATGCAATCCAGATCTGATCTGGAAACAGATTTAGGACTCGCGCTTATTAAAAAATATAAATGTAGCAAAACTGTCGGAGTATTAACAAAACCAGACTTGATGAATAATGACAGTCATATTGGATGTTATTTAAACGGAAATAATATTTCCAAAGATTTAATGTTAGATTATGGATATTTTGTCGTCAAAAATAAAAGTTCTATGGATAATGACGAATATGATATCCAAAAAATAATTGATATGGAAAAAAAATATTTTGCTAACCATAACGAATACAATAAACCCATTTACCAAAACAAAATAGGTTATAATTCTCTAATTAAAGAATTGACCAAAGTTTTAATTTCCGCAATTAGAGATACTATGCCCAAAGCATTCCAAAAACTCGCCGAAATTGAATCAGAATTGGTAAAAAAACAAACATTGTTAGGTAAAAATCCTCCTATCACGAAAGAGGCTCAAATTGTTGAATTAAATTCATATGTTAACAGTTTTAATAAAATATTAAATGACAGTATTGAATCAAATGGAACGGTTAATAATATCGGAAGAGAAATAAAATCTACGTTTGAACAATATAGAAGTAATATTGACAATATTAAACCATTTGTAAAAAACAATTATGAAGACACATATTTTACTGATATGATTATGGGTTTTGAAGGATATCATTTGTCATCATTTGTATCACCAATAATACTGCTAGAAAGATGTCTGACTGATTATAAACATAAACCTATCTTTCATCTCAAAAAACCCAGTTTAGATTGTCTAGATGCTATTACTAAAATAGTTACGGAAATTGTACAAAATATTCTCTCAAACGATGAATTTGCTAGATATCCTCTGTTGGCTAATCAAATAACAAAATTAATTATGGAAGACTTGATATTTCCTTATTCGAAACAGTCTGAAAAACAAATTGATAGTATCTTACAAACTGAACTTGATTATATTTGGACTGATGACCCTCAATTTTTAGATATGTTGAACAAATTCACTGTTCCAAACAAAAATAATCTCGATAATTTGCGGAATTTGTTAAATGGATATTATGATACTGTAAAGAAAAATGTTAAAAATAATATTCCAAAAATAATTATGAGTATTGTCATTCGTGGTATACAGAAAAACATGATTAATTATTTGGTGTCAAATATTGTGCAAGATAACAAAATTAACTTGTTGAAGGAAGATCCAAAAATTGAAGATGAGAGGAAATATTGTGATTCTATATTGTTCAAGATACAAACTATCAAAAAAATAGTAGAATCTAAAATCAACAATTAAAAAAAATATAATTATTTTATATATGCAAGATATTCGTTATAATGCCAAAAAATTACGAAACTTTATTGATGATAATAAAAATATATTAGTTTCTATTTTTGATGATGATTTTTATTATCTTCTTAAAAAAATAACAAAAAAATATAAATTCAAATATACAAATAAAATAATCGATGTCCTTCATCTGATCAATGAAAAGCTGGTTTGTAAACAATTGAAAAGTAAAATCAAATATGTATTAACCGATCTTAAACAGTTATTAAAAAATTTATTTAAATCTATAAACATTGAACATTCTTATGCTGATTAATCAATAAAATTAAACTTAGTACAGATGCCACTATACCAGAATATATAACATATGATTTTTTTCCGGAAAATTGTACTATAGTGTCCATAATATTTTCTCCAAATTTTAAATAGTAATTTAAAGGTAATTTCTTATTTTTGAATTTCAAATAATCAATATATCTGTTACATATTGCGTTAATTAACCATAATCTTTTTGACCAATTATCATAACAATCTTCGAAATCCTTTGATATCAAACCAAATTTAATTAGTAATATCAAATAGTCAAGTACTGACGATATACAGTCCGAATATATTGATATGTCCTCAATTACTGTTGATCCTCGATAATTTACAAATATTGACAAGAAATTAAATGATTTCAATATTCTTCTTGTTATTGATAAATAATTTTCCATTGATGACAATCTTTGATTTCCTGTTTTATAAATAATTAGTTTGCTTATATATTGAATCAATTTGCACATTTTATCTTGACCCTTCGTTTTTTCTAATAATGTTAAATATATATCCATTTATACTAACCACAATATATATAAATAATACTGGTTTTAACATGTCCAATTCCTCTCTGGTTTTTTTATGTAATCTGGAGTGTTATTATAATCCGCAGTTAATTCTCCATTTTTTTCTATATTTTTTGATGATACTAAATACCAATCATTATTTATCATTTTTAATATAGTATTTGAATTATTACAATGATTTACTTTTTTGCCTAATTCTGTTACTTTCTTTTTTGAATGTTCGATTGCCTTAAAAAGAATTGTATCTTTAGGTATACTCACTCTACAATATACTCCGGTGCCATGTATTCTACTAGGAGCCAAATAAAACTTGTCATTGTTTGCTGTGAAATTTTCGTAATTGTTACTGAACAATAACGCGAATAGAGAAATAATAATTATAACAATTATAACAAGTGTCAATATATTCATTATATATTATTGATATATAATAAACCAATTCTTCGCTTAAAATTTGATATTAATTTTTTAATAAGTAAAAAATTTTTAAATATCTATTCCGTTTATTTATTATTTTACTGTTCAAACTCTGAGTGTTTATGTTTTTTAAGTGTATTCGTTCGTTGTCCATCATTATATTATTATAGTTTGGTTTAGAGTGCAAATTCCATTTAAATACACTAATCCACAAAAATTTAAAGTATTAATATTTACATATTATTTTTAGTAATATTAATTTTGTTGATTATTGTTATTCAATTTTTTGCATAACAATAATCAAGTTTAGCGTTGTTCAACAGACAACATTTGACATAATTCATTCCTTTTTCAGTTATATTTGTGTTATATCTTAAATCCAAAACTTTAATGTTTCTCAAATGCATCAATCCACTGTCTGTAATATTTTTGTTATTGGACAGACTTAAAGTATGAATTCCCCTCAAATGTATTAATCCTTCATCTGTTATATTTTCGTTATTTATCAAATATAATTTGCGAATTCCCTCTAAATGCATTAGCCCACTATCTGTTAAATTTATGTTCACACACAAGTTTAAACTATTTATCCCCCTCAAATATATTAATCCACTATCTGTTATATTTGTGTTACGGTTCAAATTTAAGCTATGAATACCACTTAAATGTTTCAATCCATCATCTGTTATATTATTATTTAAACTCAAATCCAAAGTATGAATTCCCTTTAAATGCACTAATCCATTGTCTGTTATATTTTTATTACAATGTAAATTTAAAGTATGAATTCCATTTAAATATTTTAATCCGTCATCAGTTATATTATTACCTCTTAAATCTAAAGTGTGAATTCTCTTTAAATTTATCAATCCATTATTAGTTATATTTGAAGTCAAAGCTAAAATATGGATTCCCTCTAAATGTACTAATCCATTGTCTGTTATTTTATTATTATTATATAATTTTAAAGTGTGGATACCTTTTAAATGTATTAATCCGTTATCTGTTATCTTGCCACCACAATATAAACATAGACTATGAATCTCCTTTAAATATGACAATCCATTGTCTGTTATATCTTCAGTACCATATAATTCTAAAGTATGAATCCCCTTCAAGTGTACTAATCCATTGTCTGTTATTTTATTATTACATCTCAACTTTAAAGTGTGAATACCCTTTATATGTACTAATCCATTATCTGTTATTTTTGTATTACAAGATAATTCTAAAGTATGAATGCCCTTTAAATTCACTAATCCATTGTCTGTTATGTTTTTATTACAATTTAATTTCAAAGTATGAATTCCCTTTAAATATATCAATCCCTCGTCTGTTATTCTTCTTCCTGAGTGTAATTTTAATGTATGAATTCCCTCTAAATATTGTAATCCTTTGTCTGTTATATTATAATTACTATCCAAACGCAAAGTGTGAATGCCTTTTAAGTGCACTAGTCCTTTGTCTGTTATGTCTGTATTGCCCGGCAATATAAGATATTTTAAATTTTTAAATTTTGATATTATCTCGTCATTTACTTCATCGTTTATAATATCATTATCATCTCTTTTTATTATTTCCAATCTGACTATTGATTCTAGATGTTTTTCTAAAAACGTAACGTTTAATTTATCAAAAATATAATGTTCCATCCTAAATTCAAATAGATTTTTGCATAAATATTGTAATTTTATTGAATCTTTTAATGGCAAATAGTTGGCTATTATATTATATATATCACTGCAAATTGGCATTTTGTTTGTTAATATATGCCCCTTGTTTATAATGTATGATTATTATTCAACTTTTTTGCAATAATAATTTAATTTCTTCGTTGACCTACATACAAAATTTGATATAATTTGCTACAATGTGTTATACATCAACATTTTATTAATCAATTCAATAAATAAAATGAATAATGACTATTATTTAATAACCACGCAAATTTATGTTTACGATATAACAATTTTTAATATATTTTAGTCCTTCTTCCGTTATATTTTTGTTTTTATCCAAATTTAAATATAGGATGCCATCTAAGTGTTTTAATCCTTTGTCCGTTATATTTTTATTAAATGATAATTCCAGCCATTGAATACCTTTTAAATGTATTAATCCATCATCCGTTATATTATTATTTTGAGATAAACATAACCTTCTAATCCCCTTTAAATATTTTAATCCATTGTCTGTTATTTTTTCATTTCTATACAATTCCAAATTTTTAATTCCCTTTAAATATGCCAATCCATTATCCGTTATTTTTTTACCGTTCTCTAAATCCAAAGCACTGATACCATTTAAATGTCTTAATCCATCATCTGTTATATTTTCACATGCATTTAAATTTAAAGTATGGATCCCACTTAAATGCCTTAATCCGTTATCTGTTATATTTTCGTTCCAATATAAATGTAGAGAGTGAATTCCTCCTAAATATCTCAATCCGTAATCTGTTATATCATGACTACAACCTAAATTCAAATTATGAATTCCTTTTAAGTGCACTAATCCTTTGTCTGTTATATTTTCATTCTCATATAAATTCAGTGTGTGAATTCCTTTTAAGTATACTAATCCTTCATCTGTTATATCTTTATTACTATCCAAATTCAGAGTATGAATTCCTTTTAAGTATTTTAATCCTTTATTTGTTATTTTTATGTTATTGCACAATTCAAAAGTGTGAATTCCCGTCAAATGTTTTAACCCATCATCTGTTATTTTCCATCCCTCATCTAAATTTAATGTATGAATTCCTGTTAAATATTTTAATCCTTTGTCCGTTATATTTTCATTTGAATTTAATTTTAAAGTATGGATTCCCTTCAAATATTTTAAACCTTTGTCAGTTATATCTTTATTAAATGGTAGTATCAAACACTTCAAATTTTTAAATTTTGATAATATTTTATCATAAATTCCATCATTTTTTTGTTCACAGCATCCAGTAATTCGTAATTTTGATAATTTATTGTAATATAATTCATCAATTGTTTCTGTTATTTCTAATTTAACTATTGATTCCAAATGTTTTTCCAAAAACGTAATGTTTAAATTGCCACAAGTATAATGTTCCATCCTAAATTCAAATAGATTTTTACACAAATATTGTAGTTTTATTGAATCCTCTAATGGCAAATAATTGGCTATTATATTGTATATATCACTGCATAAAGACATTTTATTAATATAAATCTAATAAAATAAAATGTGGTCAAATAAATAATAAATCAATTTTTTTGATAATATTTTAATTTTACTGGTTCTTTTTTGGTTATTCAACAGTTATTATTTAATGATAATTCTTCTATTTCTTTTAAATATTTTAAGGCATTATTTGATAAATTGGACACATATGAGATTTTTAATTTGCGAATATCTCTTAGGCGAATGATATTAGTTGGTCCAAGGTCTCCAAGACTGTTTAATATCAATTCTTTTATGCCAAGCAAATAACTTAACCCGTTGTTTTTTATGTTCATATTTCTATTCAAATGTAATACATTTACTCCGGATATATATTTTAATCCGGCGTCCGTTATTTTCATGTTATTACACAATCTTAATTCTTTTATACCAAACAAATGTCGTAGTCCTTTGTCTGTTATGTTGATACCGCCCAATTCCAGTTCTTTTATTCTTCGTAAATACTTTAGTCCATCATCCGTAATTTTATTATTATATTTTAAACACAAACATTTTATTCCTTTCAAATGTTCTAGACCTTTATCTGTTATATTGTCTCCACCTAATAATTTTAAAGTGTCTATTCCTTTCAAATATTTCAAACCTTCATCCGTGATAGACTTACATACGGGCAATTCTAAAACTTTTATTTTCTCTAAATATTTTAATCCTTCATCCGTCGCATGCATTCCACCAAGTTTCAAAACTCTAACATTCTTAAGATATTTTAATCCATTGTCTGTTATGATATTATTGGAAGGTAATTCTAAAGTATGTACATTGGACAAATACTGTAATCCTTCATCATCTATTTTTTCATTTGATGGTAATGACAAATATTCTATGTTCTTTAAATTTAACAAAATCTCGTTGCTCATAAGGTTCTCGTCATCATCAATAACTATTTTCTGCAGTGTGTAAAAGTGTTTTGACAATAATGACATATTTAATTTTTTATCTATGTAATGACGCAAATATATTTTATCAAAAACATTACTGACATTTTGCGCATCTTTCAAGGATAAGTATTCAACGACAATATTGATAATATCGTTCATTTTTTAATAGTCAAAGTTTTAAAGATTATTCAACGATAAATAAATTCAATTACTTTTAAATTAGAGTATCTAATTTCATATTTTTTAAGTTAATTAATCCTTCTTTGGTCATTGATTTACTACTTATCATATCCAATCTAATTAAATTCGACAAATACTGCAATTTTGATTCTTTTATTGAACTCAAATATTTTAGTCCTTTATATGTTCCAAAATTAAATTATTATATATCTTGTATAGTTCAATTGCATCTTTTAATTGCAAAAATTTTACCACAATATTTATTATATCATTCATTTGGCATGGTATAAACATTTTATATTTACATTAAATCAAAATTCAACTTTATTGTACATTTCTCGGAAATTCTCTAAAGCCAATATTTATTATTCCAACCTAAGTTTATCGAATCACTATTTAATTTTATTTTTGTTAAATATTTTAATCCTTCGATTGTTATATTTTTGTTTCTCGGTAAACTTAAATATGTAACATTGGGTATGTATTTTAATCCTTCATTAGTTATTTTATCGTTGCATCTCACACTAATTCTTTCAATTTTGGGCAAATATTTCAATCCATCATCTGTTATATTGCATTCTTCCAAGCTCAAACTTTTTATATTATTCAAATATTGTAGTCCATCATCTGTTATACATTTATTATTTGGTAATAATAATATATCAAGATATCTCAAATGTTTTAATCCTTCGTTTGTGATAATTGTATTATTTTCTAAATATAATTCTTTAACATTCAACAAATGTTCTAATCCATTATTTGTTACACTTCTACCATCAAGATACAATACTTTTATATTGGTTAAATTTTTCAGCCCCTCATCTGTAATATTATGATTCCTTAGTAATTTTAATGTATGAATATTTCTCAAATGTTTTAAACCTTGATCAGTTATAATTTTATTGTCAAATAATGATAAATATCTAACATTCTTAAAATTAGACAAAAAATCATCATCAATATTATTACTTTCAACTATATTTATTATTTGCAAACTGGATGAATGCTTTAACAGAAAAGATTTGTTTGTTTTTTTATGGATATATGAATAACAACGTAAATTCAATAAATCATTGCTTACTGATTGCAAAGCACAAAAATCTTTTAAATTCACATAAGTTACCACTATACTGAGTATATCATTCATTCCAATTAAAATAAATATTCTATTAAAAAAACTATTTTCGAATATTATATTTTCATTTTTTTTTACTTGGTCAGCTGATTACTTTCCGCGGTATGAAAGTGCACAACAAAAGTGCTCAATTTAATTAAAAATAACAGTGCTACAGGAAGAGCAATTAAAAGTGTAACAGAAAGAGTGTTCCAATTTTACGGAGCAATTAAAAGTGCTACAGGAAGAGTGTTTCAATTTTACTGATACAACAAAAGTGCTACAGGAAGAGTGTTCCAATTAAATATAAAAAATAAAAGTCTAGCAGAAAGAGTGTTCCAATTAAATGGAAAAATTAAAAGTGCTACAGAAAGAGTGTTTCAATTATATTGATCAATTAAAAATACTACAGGAAGAGTGTTCCATTTTAACTGAATCAATAAAAATGTAACAGAAAGAGTGTTTCAATTATATTGATCAATTAAAAATACTACAGGAAGAGTGTTCAATTTTATCCAAAACAATAAAAATGCTACAGGAAGAGTGTTCCGATAAAATGGAAAATTTAAATGTGCCAAAGGAAGAGTGTTCCATTTTAACTGAATCAATTAAAAGTGTAACAGGAAGAGTATTACAATTTATCCAAAACAATAAAAGTGCCACAGGAAGAGTGTTCCACGTTTACGGATCAATTAAAAGTGCTACAGGAAGAGCGTTTCAATTTTACGGATCAATTAAAAATGTAGCAGGAAGAGTGTTCCAATTTAGCCGAAACAATAAAAGTGTAACAGGAAGAGTGTTCCAATTTTAAGAAACAATAAAAGTGTAACAGGAAGAGTGTTCCAATTTTAAGAAACAATTAAAAATGTGACAGGAAGAGTGTTTCAATTAAATGGAAATTCTAAAAGTGATACAGGAAGAGTGTTCCATTTTAACTGAATCAATAAAAGTGTAACAGGAAGCGTGTTTCAATTTTAAGAAACAATTAAAAATGTGACAGGAAGAGTGTTTCAATTAAATGGAAATTCTAAAAGTGATACAGGAAGAGTGTTCCATTTTAACTGAATCAATAAAAGTGTAACAGGAAGCGTGTTTCAATTTTAAGAAACAATTAAAAATGTGACAGGAAGAGTGTTTCAATTAAATGGAAATTCTAAAAGTGATACAGGAAGAGTGTTCCATTTTAACTGAATCAATAAAAGTGTAACAGGAAGCGTGTTTCAATTTTAAGAAACAATTAAAAATGTGACAGGAAGAGTGTTTCAATTAAATGGAAATTCTAAAAGTGATACAGGAAGAGTGTTTCAATTATATTGAACAATTAAAAGTGATACAGGAAGAGTGTTACAATTAAATAAAAAATTAAAAGTGTAACAGGAAGAGTGTTCCATTTATCCAAAACAATAAAAGTGCTACAGGAAGAGTGTTCCATTTTTACGGATCAATTAAAAGTGTAACAGGAAGAGTGTTCCAATTTAGCCGAAACAATAAAAGTGCTACATGAAGAGTGTTTAATTAAAATGCTTAAATATATTTTCGAAATGTAATTAGTAACTAAAAATGTAAAAATAAAGTGTAGCAGGAAGAGTATTCAATTAAAATTATTTATTATTATCATATTATATAATGTGTCTTATTACTTTCTCAAAATAAAAGTAATCAGCTAATTATATAAAAAATAAATTGGTCATCTTATATTCTTTATAATATATATTTATCTACCTTATTACCTGATTTTAACTATATACATCATTACAACTATCAAAAAAATTATGAATATTTTTATTTCAAAACACACAAACTTTGTGTGTCGCAAAAAAAGTTCCAAAAATACTTTTAAAAAAATAGGTTAGTTTTAATGGGTAAATAGTAATAAGGTAGATATTTTCACATATACATCAGTAAATTTTTTGTCTAAATAAGGGAGATCGAAATGTAATAAGGTGGGCAATTAAAATAAAGTGATTATGTCAGCATATAAAAATAAAAGTAATTAACCACTATATGATTTTTAGATTATTAAAAAAAAGTGATAGAGTAAGATGTTTCAAAAATATACACCGAAATGAAAAGTAATAAGGTGACCAAAAGTACAACGAGAAAAAATACCAAAAGTAATAAGCTAGAATAATGTACATCAAAACTACTTGTAGAAAGTACATCAAAACTACATCAAAAAAGTACATCAAAATATATAAAAAATAATATAGTCGAATAATATTATATGAATTATAAGTGCGATATATGTAATTACGAAACAAGTGATAGAGGCAACTATTATAAACATAAGAAAACAAAAAAACATATTGAAAAAAGTAATAAGCTAAATGTGAGTAGCAACCAAGAACAGTCTGATAACAGTCCGAAACATCCAAAAGACACTCCAAAATTTATTTGTAGGTATTGTAACAATTCTTTTACCAGATCATATACATTGTCATGTCATTACAAAATTTGTACTTTTAAAAAAAATTCTGATGATGCAGAAAGAGCTGATAAAAGTAATAAGATAAAAATTTTAGAAAATAAGATTAAATTTATTGAAAAAGAGAAAAAGTTATTAGTGAAACAATCTGAAGAAAAAATAAGATCGGTTGAGAAGATTTCAGAGGATAAACTCAGGATGTTGGAAAAACAAAATAGTTTATTAGAAAAGGAGAATGAATATCACAAGCAGTTGGTTATATCGGCCGGCAATATGATACAATCCTCCATGAGCACTCTAAATCATCTAATATTGAACTACAACAATGCTCCATTGCTTGAACCAATAAAAGATTATTCTGTTTTAGAAGATAAAAACAAATTTATCAATAGTCTAGTATATTACCAAAAGGAAAATAAGTTAAATCAATATATTGGGGACTTTTTATTGAAACACTATAAAACAGAAAATCCTAAAAATAGATCTAACTGGAATTCTGATACTTCTCGATTAACTTATATTAATAGGGAATTAGTCAACAATCAACCAAATTGGGTAATAGACAAAAAGGGAGTTAAGATGACAAATATTGTTATAGATCCGTTTTTAAATTATATCAAAAAAATTTTACAAGAAGAATTTAACTTTTTAAAAGACAATATTAATGTTAATGATGATACCATCAAAAAAATGTTTATTCTAAGTGATATATTAAAAAATATTAATGATAAAACTTTGTCTATGGATGTTAATAGATATTTAGCTCCTCATTTATATTTCGAAAAAAATTGAATGTTCAAATGCTGGTTCTCACTTATTAGGATGATTTGTTCCATGGATTCGTTAAATAATATTGTCAAAAAATATAAATCTTATTACTTCGGCTCTTATGTGTACAATAAACTTTTGAAAGATAATAATGACTATGATGATATTGATATAATGACCAAAGATGTTGACGCATTTTTAAAAGATATTAATGATAATTTCAGATGTAAAACACTAAATATTAGTTTTGGAGAATATGGTTTTATCAATTTTATTAAGATCAAATGTAACGAACTAGAAAAAGATATTAATATATTTGAAAAAATATTTACTGAATTTCATATGGATGTTTTTGATAGAGGCGAATATCTCTACGATTTCCAAAGAATATTTTATGATCCACTAAATAATACGTTCAAAAGTTTTGACAAAAAAATGGATCTTCAATATGTTATGTCAAACTACAAAAATAATAAGATATGTTATGTACCTTCGAATATTGGACAAAAATATTCTAATAGATTTTCATTACAAAGAAATAATATATTTGAATGCATTAGAAAAGACTATGATAGTGGATATTCTTGGAAGGAGATTAAGGAATACGTAAAAAATTGAAAAATATAAAATCTGATAAATCTTAAAAAAGTTTAATTTATTAAAAATGAATTATACCAGATTGGTGAGTAAAAACTCTAAAAACAAAGAGTTGAATGGTGAAAACTACAATTCAAAAAAGAAATTACTTGAAATGGGTAAAATTCCTTGTGGTTTCGATAATTATATATAAACTTTTATAGATACAAATATAACGATTGATGATTTGGTAAATTCATATGCTAGATGGAAAAAGTGTGTAAGAGTCCCAATATTTATTGATAGTATTGATTCTAATTTATCGGGACCAATCACAATGTCAATTGATGGATATCAATATCAGTTTTATGATTCTTGTGATACAATGGTGTATATGAAAAAATCGCCATCAAAAAATTGGTTTGGCCAATGTTTTGGATTAAATAATTTTTGAAGTTTTTTCATTAGAATTACCAATATCAGCATATCGTCGTGTTTCCAATGAAAAAATAGAAGAATATACTGACGCGAATGGTAATAAAAATACTCGTATGGTATATTCACCACCTTCATGGAAGAAGGAATGTATTAATAGACAAGTTCGTGGGTTACTTTTTAATTTATAACTTATTTGCAGACTAATCTTAAAGACTCATCACATTTACCAACCGCATTTGCCGCAAACATATATGGTAGTTTTCCACATATAACATAATCATTCAATTTAGATCCAGTATCATATTTTCTATGAGGCAAATAAAGAGAACATATTATTTTATTACCATTGACAATAATTTTGTACAAACCAGTTGGAACGTTTACGCACACATCTTTGGAATTGCATATTTTATTACTCGAATCATATTCTGGAACTGTTACAATATCAAATCCACTATAATTGTCTCTGATATAATACTCCAGTGATTTCCACAAACCATTATTAAAACCATTGTGAATCATCGGAACCATATTAGACATAACGTATGTTGAGCAAGTATTATCAATATCAACTGCTGGAACTAGATGACCCCTAGCAAAATTTTTTATTCCTTTTAATACATTCGTATCATATGTATTTAATCCTACATCTTTTTTCCAATATTTTCCTCTACATTCCAACTCTGACTCTTCTTCCAACGAATAAACAGCATAATTTGCCAATCTTAAAGTTGTATTAAACGAAATCGTGAAATCACCATAATTTTTTATTATTTCTCCATTTATCGGTAACAACAGTTTAGAAGGAATTGGTGTAAATTTTGGTGCAAATAACCAATGAATTAACATTCCAATAGAAGATAAGCTTATTAACAATAAGACAAAAGCTGCAATTATTGCCAATATGTAATATTTTCTCATTTGTATTATATTTGTTTTTATTGAATAAACAATTTTTTTTTCAAATTTCTATTTTTCCAGTCCATCTAATATCACATGAAAACTTTTCGTTTTGTTTCGAAAAAGGAATCATAAAAAATCCTTCAAATGTTTTTGGTTTTATGAAAGGTTCTTTATTATTAGATTCTTCACTTATATTATTATCGTAAATTTTATTATCTCCTGAATTTCTCAAACAATAAAATTTTGTTGGATTGTTAAAATCAATATTGCATTCTTCATTGACAAAACATTCGCAATATAATTTATCGTTCACATAAATTTGAGTATCTCTATATGGATATGGTAGGCACTTAATATGTTTTTTTGTTTTTACTTTAATTTTAATGTCATCAATATGATATTCATATATTAATTCATCATTTTCTCTGACTGATTTGCTATCAATATAACTGACCAATACATCTAATGGAGTTTTATCATACATTAATTGACTGAACTTACATTCTTTTTCGACATTTAGTATGTATTCCCAAAAATATTTTTTAAAATCTTCAGTATATTTCTTTTTAACAGAATTTATATTTTCGATTTTTATAGGTGCATCGTTTTTATAAATATATGCATAATCACCAAATAATTTTTCTACGAAGTTAAAGGAATTAGTCAAATTGTCATTAAATGTTACAAAATTCGCCATAATATATTTTACGACAGACTCAGTTTTTCTCTTATTTAGTTCTTTTTTATAATCCTTCTTAAAATTCGATGGTATGATTGCTGAATTATTTTGTGCAAGTCCGGTAAATGAGTATAATATGAGGTGAGCAAAATTTGTTGATGCTTTTATAATATTTTTGCTTAAAATTGGATATGATTTTTCTTGAGCTATCAATTCAATTTTATTTAATATTTCTTCATTACATTTGTCCATTACTTCTTTTATATCATCAGAATATTCACAAGAACTGAAAAAGATTTTGTTTTCGTCAAAATTATTACCTATTCTTTTTTTAATATTTTTTTTGATTTCCTTTCTACATTCATCATTGATAGTATTCAAATCCAATATATTTTTTTTATTCTTTTTACTATTCTTGTATTTATTAAATATTACATCATATTGTGAAATAATAATTATAGAATTTTTTTGCCATCTCAATACTTTCACTATATCATTTATAATTTTTGTCTCCTGTTGACTATTGGGTTCATCGATGCGACTCTTAAAAGCACTGTAATCAACAAAATATATTGTACATACAGTGCTTTTAATACAAATTTCATGATTTTCCAAACTAAAATTATCATCAATACCTTGAGTATCAACAAGTTGAATGTGCTTATTCGTTAATTTCTCCCATCTTGTTCTTAATTCTAATTTTTTGTTGTTAATTTTAAGTTCTTCAAGTTTTTTGCATAATTCATCATCATCATTATATTCGTAAATATTGTCAGATTCTATTATCAGACTTTTATCATTATCTATGTGAGTGACGTATATTTGACCATTTGTACAATTATTAATATCTTTCGGCAATAACTCTCTACCAATTAAACTATTTATAAAAGTTGATTTGCCAGATTTACTTTCACCAACTACAGCAAAACGAATATGATTTGTGATAGATTCTATCATTTTATTAATTGTATTCTATCAAGAGCATTATTCCATATTTATTTTTCAACTTTTTTAATAAAAAAAATCTTATTTCCGACTTATTTTATAGTAATAAATTTACTACGTTTTAAATTCACCATGAGTAGAGGATTTCCTTTTTAATTTGACCATATTTTTTAGATTTTTTGGATATACACCAGATTTTTTGCAATCGAGTATTATTAATGTATTAGCTAGATGATTAATATTTGTAATCTTTTTGTTACCATATATATCCAAAACTTTTAAATCCGTTAAATGTTGTATGCCAGATTGATTAATTCCACAATTAGACGAACAACTTAATTTTTTTAAAGTTTTTGCCAGATGATTTACATCACATATTTTTGAATTATAATTCGCATAAAGAACTTCTAAACAAGTCAATGATTCTATACCATTTTGATCTATGCCACTGGGATTATTCACAGACTTATTTGAGCAATATAATTTCTTTAAAGTTTTTGCAAGATGATTCACGTTATTGATTTTTGGATTGCCGCATGCACAAAGAACTTCTAAATGAGTTAAATGTTGTATACCAAGTTGATCAATTCCGCATTGATGAATTCTATTTCCAGGGGAGCATTTTTTAAAGTTTTTGCAAGATGATTTACATTGTATATTTTTGTATTGCCGTCTGCTTTGAGAACTTCTAAATGAGTTAATGATTCTATACCATTTTGATCAATACCACATTCTTGACAACAATATAATTTTTTCAAAGTTTTTGCTAAATAATTTACATTATTGATTTTTGGATTATCTGACGCGGATAATTTTTGTAAATTAACTAATTTACTTATTGCGTTCTGGTCAATCGCTGAATTATCATCACAATGCAATTCAATTAATGTATTTGCTAAATGATCAACATTCGAAATTTTCATATTGCAAGAGACATCTAATTTACGAATATATTTAAGCTTCATTATTCCATCTTGATTTATACCACTTCCACAAGCACATACTAATTCAATTAATGTTTCAGCCAAATGATTAACACTATATATTTCTTCATTATTAGTGGCACGAAGAATTTGTAATTTTTTTAAATCCTTAATTCCGTCTTGGTTAATACCTGAACTAGAACAGTCAAGTTCGATCAAACTATTTTTTAAATGATTCACACTAAATATTCCTCTACAGTTTCTAATTTTTAATATTTTCAAATTTGTCAGCTCGTTAATAATATTTTGATCTATAGAATATGAGCAACTTAATTTTGATAAAGTTTTAGACAAATGGTCTAAACTATTCAAATAATCAGTACTAAAAAAGGATAAATTTTCTAATTTATCAAATTTTTTTTGTTCTATCACTTCTTGAGTTATTTCTTTAGTACATGATTTTCTACATAAATCATAAATTTTAAGATTTTCATAATGGTATCTGTTTAACTGAAATAATTTTAATTGATCATTTATTTTCAAAAATGGCAATATATATTGTACTATGTCTAGATACATATTTTGGATAGATCAAAAGATAAACGACAATATTAACCATAAAAATTTTCATTTTTTTTTAAATTATGATATTGATTTGTAATATTCAACTAAATAATCAGACAAATAAATAAATGTGTTATAATTACTTTTTCAGAATCAGTCTAATATATTTCCTAATATTGTGATTCGATAGATATTTCTTTTAAAGTTACTGGGAATTCGAATTTTTATTCTATCTCGATATACAAACTATCATTATGATGATTTGGTGAATATATATTCTATTTTTTTGTGTCTAATAATATAAAATTAATTGTAATACATCGATCATATGTGTATTAGTATAAACAACTGTATAAATGTTTGGAAAAGTTGATATTTTTGAGATCACAATTATTATATAGATTAATAGTTATAGAGATGAATAATATTGACGCAGACACAAATAAATTTTTAAAAAACGTTTTAAGAGAATTAGTGGATGAGGTTATTATTCCAATAATTGTTGAAACTGATTGTTGTTTCAAGGATATCAGCAATATTAATATTAATAGTACCACAAGTAACAAATATCAGAAAAATTATTTAACTGAATTGAGAAAATTATTTGATATATATTATGGAGAAGTAAACACCTATATAATCAATAACATATTATACAACAAACAAACAGGAAAATCAGTTTTAAAATACCAGTTGGGTAATATACTGCAAAATTATGTGTCAGATATAACTACCGAAAATTTTGAGGATATTATGGAGAAAAGAGTTTGGCCATTACTATCTGAAATAATAAAAAGCTACAGTCGTATGTTAAGTTCTTTAACAAAATATACTACGGATAGTGGTGTTCCAACATATAAAATAATATATGATAAAAATAATAAAACACCATCATACAGAAAAAATTTAGAAGAAAAAGATTCTGATAACTACGAGGAAATAAAAAATAAATCATGCATACGAATTAAGGATGGTGAGAAAAGATGTTGTAGAGCAAGTACTAACGTATCCAACTGTGTCGCATTGACTGGAGTAAACATATTGACAAGAGCAGGTCCAATATTTGACAAAGCATTGAATTTTATTAATGAAAAAGTCAAATCAAACAAAGATGTTAAATCATATGAAAACGTGAGAGATTATTTAACAATAAAAATTAATGAACTGAACAAGTTCAAGGATGAATATCTCAAAAAACAGGAGGAAGATGATAATAAAAACAAAAAATATAAAAGTGGTAAATCGGGAGTATCTGGATTTTTTAAATCGTTATATAAAAATTATGGAGATGTTGATATTAATGTTAAAATAAACCCAGAAGCAAAAAAAGATGCTGTTAGCGAAAAGGAAAAAAAACAATATAAAGAGTTTGTTAAATCTCTAGAGTCTAAAAAACAATCGACTAAATTTCAACCATCCTTGCCAATAGGCCCAGAGAGTAAACCCTCTTTACCAATAGGCCCAGATAGTAAACCATCCTTGCCAATAGGCCCAGAGAGTAAACCATCCTTGCCAACTATTCCTCCTCCACCTCCACTACCACCGGTACAGAAACAAGAGCCTAAATTACCTAAAATTCCATCCAGTGTACCAGCAGCACCAGCTCCACCAACACCACCAGCAGCACCAGCTCCACCAGCAGCACCAGCTCCACCAGCACCACCAGCTCCACCAGTATTACCACCAGTACCACCAACTCCATTAGCACCACCAGTTCCATCATCAAATGTACCAGGAGCAAAATTAACCAAACCCATCGATCTTGACAAAGATGATCCATGGAATTACGGCGATGAGCTGAAAAATAAAATAGCAAATTTAATAAAACCTTCTGTTGATTTGAGCCAAGAAAAAGTGGTTAAAAATTTGTTGAATCTAACAAAAAGTTTTTATTCTGAAAATGTATCAAACAAAAGAATTTATTTCGATAAAGACCTAAAAATAAGTGATATATTAAAGGGTAACGATGAGTTTCAGAAAAATTTGTACATAAACTCCATTAATAAACTCCAGGCAAAATGCGACAAAGAAAATTATGGTTTTGAGATAGTATATTCAAATGTGGGTGGCACAGGGTTTGCTTATCCATCTCTTGCTTTATTTAAAGATAACGGAAAAGAGGGGTTATATTTTATTAAGATATTCCTAGAAACTAAAGATGGAAATATAATGAAAATATTGAAACCATATCAAAGACCAATCAGAGAGTTGAGTGTATTTGATACAATTAATAAGAAAAAAGACGATAAAAACAAGTTACACATATTGAGAGGAAACAGTAGTTTGACAGTGGATAATGAGAAAGGTTGTGACAAACTAAATTTTTCGGACATAATTGTAAACAACAATAATACTACCGTCAAAAAATTTGTTGAAGCTAATTGTTTGTACAATAGATATGATTATTTAGTGAACAATATATCAGAGAATATAGCCAAGAGTAAAAAGCAATTAATTGGAAAAACTTTGTCAATTGTAAAAATAAAAACAGATGCAAAATATAAGTTTGACAATAAATTTAACAAAATAACGGAAGTTACTGATGCTGACAAACGTATGATTATTATAAAAGAAAACTTAAAACTAGAGAATAATAAAACAATAGGTAATTTAAAATTCCAGACAAAGGACTCCAATGGAAAAATAAGATCAGACAAATCTGAAAATCTGAACGGTAATACAGATGTACTTGTCATAATATCAGATATAAATGATACCACATTTTTGACCACAATGTTTGATAAATTAGATGAATGGGATATTGTATATAATGGTCCAAATAAAATTATAAATCCAAGATTTTCGAAATATCAGACAGAAAAGTTATTAGATGAAAAAATTACCAAAATGGGATTGGGGATGGTCGACACAAAGAAACTAAGATTCTGTTATGAGGAAAAAATTTTGAATAGCAGCTATCAATTAAGATTTTTATTACAAGAATATATGACTGGAGGTACCATATGTGAAAATATTGACAATATGACTGATAATGAGTTACTAGATTTACTTTTGCAATTATTATTCCAGCTATATTATTTCCATAAAGTTCTAAAGTTACATCATGGCGATTTGCATGTCAACAATGTAATGAATACTATTGATCCAAATTATGTAAAAGATAAAAAGAAATACTATAAATATACATATAAACACTCGTCTGAGAAATCAATTTATGTACCAGTTAGAGAAAAAATTTATAAGATAATTGATTTCGATAAAACTTTCAACTTGGAAACAGATTTAGATCTTTTCAAAAAAATATTGGTTAATCTCAAAGATTTAGAAAATATATTAAACGAATTGATAGATATTTTCAAAGAGATTGTACCAAAAGATTATAAGCAAAAAGGAGGGAAAAATGTTGCAACCAAAATAACAGCTCAAGAAGAAGAACGAATACAATCAAGGGATAAATATGCATCAGTTAGAAAAGAAATAATTGATGGTACGGAGAAAAAGACAAGTAAATTGTTCAACGACATTAAAAACAAATTAAATTCAATCGCAACTGATCTGAGAAGTCAGGATTTTCTTTCATCAGAATTAGTTGACAGCTTTTTTGGTTATGATGGAATTGTTAACGGTATAAATTTGAGAAATCATCTTGATAACATTTTAATTGGAAATGAGAACGACGATTTGTATTCAATTGTGTCAAGCAGAAAAGATGATGACTTGGCGACAATATTAAGAGGAGCATTCCTAAAAAGATTAAAAACTCCAATAGAAAATATTATTAGTTCTGTGGAAAAATATTCTATATTTCATATTGACATAGTGACCCAAACTCCTGGAGATTTTGTCTTTATATTAAAGTCAATGTATAACTCTCTTGGTTTAACTGATTTGAAAGATGAGAATGATATTATTAACTATTTGATCGAAGGTATTGATCAACAAAAAAGAGTCATTGCACAGCAAGCATATAAAGATTTTTATAATCTAAAATTAACAGGTGAACAATATTGTATAAACAAAAAAGCTAAGAATATAAAACAAATATTGGGTAATTTATTGGTTGTGGCGACGTCCATGGCTACTTCGAAGAAATGGCCAGAAGATTTCGATAAGTCGAATAAATATATATTATCGGCGGATGGTGAATTAAAGAAAACAAATAACAATAATCCTGAAAATATTATTGAAGATGGCAAATTAAGTTCATTTATGTTTCTGATAGAAGATTATTTAACTAACAAAGGATATTTTAAGGAACCAAAGGATGCAGAAATTATTGATGCCATAAATGTCTCTGAGTTAGTCTAAGAATTTATAATTTTTTGGAATAGATATGTGACTAATATCATATATTTTTTTATTCCACTGTTATTTGCACAACACAAATCTGTCAATGATTTATACAAATGATTTACAGAATTTACTTTTTTATTGTTATTAGTTGTTAAATTTTTCAAAACTGTTAAGGACTGTATTCCTTTTTGATTAATCCCACATTCTCTACCACAATTTAGAACACACAAACTTTTAGCCAAATGATTAACATCTTTTATTTTTTTATTATCAGATGCATCTAATTCTCTTAAGATAGTTAGATTTTTTATTCCTTTTTGATCAATTCCACAATCGCAGCCACAATCCAATATTAACAGTGAACGCGATAAATGATTCACGTCTGTTATGTTTTTATTAGAATAGGCGATCATTGTTTTTAATTTATATAACCTACTAATACCAACTTGATTTAGTGATGACATCGAACAATTTAATGAAAGTAATGAATCAGCCAAAAAGTTTACATCATAAATTTTGTGGTTATTACTAACACTTAATTTTTGTAGTTTAGTGAGTTTTTCAATTGCCTTTTGATCAATAGCTGATTTTCCATTACAATAGAGCTCCACTGGAGTTGATGATAGATGGCTTACATCATTAATAAGAGGATTATCATTAATTTTCAAAATTTCTATTCTGTTCAAGTCTTTTATTCCATTTTGATCTATTCCTTGCAATTGGTCATAATTAAAATCACACACAATTCTGTTAAATAGGAAAGATGATTAACATTATTAATTTTAATATTAGAACATGTATTCAGTTTACGCACTTTTATTAATTTGGAGATTCCTTTTTGATCTATACCACACTTATTACTACAATCTAACTCTATTAAACAGTGGTTTAGATGATTAACATCATATATTGCTTCATTATTTGATACAACTAATTTCTGTATTTTTATTAAATCTTTTATTCCTTCTTGATTTATATATTTATACAAATAATGATCACAACTGATTCCTTTACATTCTAATTCTATCAAAATATGTTTCAGATGATTAACATCATGTATTTTATAGCAATAATTTGCTTTTAATATTTGTAATTCGGTCAAATCTTTTATTCCTTCTCGATCCAAATCTGTTTCACTACAATCAAGTTCTATCAACGATTGTGACTAATGATTGCATCTATTTTTTTATTGTTAGTAATAATTTAAAATTTAATAATTTTTTTATTGGTTGTCAGAATAATATTTTATCTTTTTCATCATATCATCGGCTGATCTTATGTCGAACAAAAATTTGAGTTTTGGATTTAATTTTGAGTATAAGACATCCTTATTTTCAAAATCGAGTGCAAAACTTATCTCATCGCAAAGTGCAATATAATTTCCCGGCTTAGCGCATACATTAACCTGACACAAAGCTATTTTTTTGGTTAAACTGCCATACATTGTTATGATACTCATACTTTGCACAAGATTATCCACCATATTGTCATCTGCATTTATTAATTTTCTTTTTATTTCATTATTGCGACCAATATTGGTTATACTTACTAGATATCTTGTTTCTTCAGCAAAAATTAACAAGCAAGGTAAAACAATACTCTTGTGCATAATTGATAAATCTGTTTGATTACATACATAATTTTTGGTATTAATTATTAATTTACATGCTTCATAAAATCCATTATTTAATGCAATGGTGAAAGCACTATGTCCTTTTTTATTTCGTTTATTAACGTCAATATTAACGTCCGCATTATTATGATTCAATAATAATTTAACTATTTCCATATTTTGAGATCTACATGCTTTCATCAAAGCAGTTTCTCCATTGTTGTTCTGATGATTAAGTAAAATATTTTTATTATTGAGTAAATTTTTGACAATATTTTTATTCCAAGCTAATGTAATGACAGTATCACCATATTGGTCTTGCTTGTTTACATCAATGTCTTTTTGCTTTAACAAAAGTGCCACAAAATTAGTTTTATTATTATAACATGCAATCATTAGAGCAGTTTTTTTTGATTTATCTTCTTTATTAATATCAATACTATCAAATGCCAATATTTTTTTAAAAATATCGATGTATTTAGTTTCATCAAGATGTTCACAAGCCAACATAAGAGCAGTATGACCATTATTATTCTGTTTATTAATATCAATATTTTTTTTGTTCAATAAAATATTAATCAGTTCTTTATAATCAAATTCACCATTATCGAATTGAACGCGATTTATTTCATCCATGAGCACATTATTACCTTCTTTATTACAAACATTTAAATCAAATTTTTTATGTTCTATTATTTTTTTTATTTTATTTATTCTTTCCGGGCTATAATCCGAATCTGCAGTTATACATGTTTCTCCATTAATATTCTTTTTGTTTACTTCCAGATCATCACGATTTAACAGCAATGATATTATTTCATCACTATTTGTTACCATTAAAGCGGTATTTTTTTCAGAATCAATATTATTGACATTAATTTCCTTATGATTTAATAACATTTTTGCAATGTCAAAATTTTTTTTTTCAAGAGCAAGTTTCAAAGGAGTGTCCGTTTTACTGTTCATAATGTTTACATTTATGTCTTTACGATTTAATAATTTCTCTACCAAAAATTTATTATTATGATAACAAGCATGACTCAGAATTAATTGATTGTTTAATGAGTTATTTGTATTCACATATTTATGGTTTAATAACATATTTATGGTTTCATCGTCTGATTGATATATACTCAAAAGTTTAATTACTGTAAAACCATTATTATTTGATAAATTGATGTTAATATCATCTCTACTCAATAAAATTTTCATTGCTCTTTTGTTTCCGCTCTTAAGAGATAGAGTCAAAGCCGTATCGCCATTTTTATCCTGCAAATTAATATTTATTTCTTTTCTATTCAATAATGATTCTAATATTTCATTATCATTATTATTTTTCGGACGCGAACAGCATATCATTAAAGCAGTCATTCCATAGTTGTTTTGTTGATTCAAGTCTAAATCATTACGACCAAGTAATAATTTAAGAGTATCAATATTACTAGTCTTATAAATTTTATTGCATACTATCATAAGAGCGGTATCTCCATTTATATTTTTTAGATTAACATCTATTTTATCGTGTTTTAACAATAATTTAACGGTTTCAACATTGCTAAGTTTACCACTGTTTTCACATGCATACATTAGAGCAGTATATCCTAATTTATTTTTTAGGTTAACATTTATGTCACCATGATTTAACAACGCTTCAACTGTTTCTACAGTACTACAGTAATTGGAATACATAGAAGACATAATAAGTGCAGTATTCCCCTCAAGAGTCATTTCATTGATATTGTTTTGTCTATGTTTTAATAAAATTCTTACTGTGTCAATATCACTTTCTGTATTACTATTAAAACACGCTAGCATTAATAATGTCCATCCAATACTATTTGTATGTTTTACATTATAATTTTTTAATTCGTTTTCGATTAATTTGAGAGCCGTACCGCGAGTTAAATTATCACGAGATGTACATAATATTAGTTTCATTAGATGAGTAAATCCTTGAGATGAATATAATTGTCCACATGAGTACCTATCATTGTGATCAGGATGTAGTTTTATTGGCTGATATCTGAAACTCATAATTTTATAATTTTTCCATTAAATAAAGTAAATAGTCCTATTATTTTTCAAATTTTTATAAAATATTGAAATTTTTATGAGTTGAAATATGTTTAATTGATTAATCTAATATATGGAATACATTTTATCTTTTGAAACTTGTGACAACAATAAAGTCAATTATATTGTCACAAAAAATGATGTTATCAATGACACACAATATATGAAAAATCTGGATGAAATGGATTTTCAAACTATCACTGTCTTAAACAAAAATTATAAATATTTATCAGGAAAAATCAATGTCACCAGTAATTCTCTTGAAAAATATTTAAACAATAACATTGGTATGGATCATGAAACAATTTTTCTGATGTTATATTTTATGGATTCAAGAGTTGAAAAAATTATTACTGGTAATGTACAAGATATCATATCAAATAAATTTTCTCCAGAAGTTAACAAATTGATTTACGAGCAATTGCACAGCGTATTAATAAAAGCAATGATAATATATAATGTTAAATTGAATGACAATGGATTTTTTGTTAAACAAAATTCCCATCAATATAATGGAGAACTTTTTTATGATCATAAATTCAATTCTAAATTAAACAATAATAATATTAACATATGGTCATACAATGGAGGATTAAAGCTGGGGGTACGTTCAAAAGAATTTATGGAGGATGGAGATCCATTTTGGTATTCAGTTTTGTGTGAAAATAAAATTTATAATGCCTATTTATCTGAGTTAAACATTATGAAGATAATTTACTCACCGAGTTTAGGAAAATTGTCTAAAATTAATATTTATCATTATATAACTGAGGAAAGTGACAAATTTATTAATTTCAAAAAATATGAATTTTTTCCCAAAACAAATGATCAAGATATTATTTTTCCAAATGATTTGACCTATTACATACAAAATTATACTATACAAGAAAATCTCATCAAACATACAGTAAAAAGAACACAAGGATTTGATGCAAATGATGTTGAAAATCTTGAGAGTATATACATTAATCAAAACAATCAACTTGAATTTAGATCAGAACGTTTGAACAAAATACGAATTTCAGAATTCGAAATTCCACTAAAAGGTAAAGTTATTTGTACCATCGAATTATTTTTTGAAGGAACCATTTAAATAATATATTTAAACAAAAATTTATTTATTTATTTATTTATAAATGTTTAAGTTTGATAAAACGTTTACTTTAACTTTTGGTGATAGAGCAGAAAATCATAAATCTATGCAAGTAATAGGAGAAAGTGCGGACAAAGGTATGTCACTTGAAAATTTGAAAGAAATACAAAAAATTTTTACTAAATTAGGTGCTAAATGTATTTTGTATAATTTAGGAAAAATTCTTAAGGAAGATGAAATAGTAGAACCAATTGAAGATGCCTATTTATTGGTAGTTAATAATGGAGTAGATTTTTTGCTTGGAAAGGACGAAAAAGATAAATTGTTTAATGAACAAGATAAACTAAAGAAAGATGAAAAGGCATTAATGTATGGTAAAGTTGTTGATAAAAAAGCAAGACATAATTTATGTTTTAGTGATTTTAATCAAAAGGCCGATTATAAAAATGGTAAAGGAACTATTGTCAATTTTAATAGCGTTCCTTTGACCAAAAAATTACTGGACAAACTGTCAGAATTAGATAATCAATTATTTGACGATTTACAATGCGAAGGTAATTATTATTATGACACAAACAAAACATATATTGGATTTCATGGTGACAGTGAAAGAAAAATTGTTATTGGAGTAAGATTAGGAAACGATTTTCCTTTATATTATCAGTGGTATTACCAAAACAACAAAATTGGTGATTTATTTAAAATTATTTTAGGACATGGAGATATTTATTTTATGTCGGAAAAAGCTGTTGGTAATGATTGGAAGAAGAAATCCATTTACACTCTCAGACACGCCGCCGGATTTGAAAAAAGTCTTAAATTGTAGTTTTGTAGCTCAAATACAATAATTTATCAACATATTTTATTTCGTATAAGTTTGTATGACCAAAATTTTTTAATTTTATTATCTGATCAACTGTTTTCATGGCATTTTGTAAATTATTACATTTGAAACATACTATGTTGCAAATATTCATTTTATTATCTGTTAAAATTTTTATTGGATTTTTTATGTTTTCATCGTCACTGAACACACTCATTCCTTCTCCCAAAACATTATCATACAAAAATAATGGTTTTACATCTATATTCAAAAAATCATCTATATATTTCTTTATTTCTTTCTTTTGTTCATCAGATCCATATTGATATTTTGGCATATTTTGTAAATCGTAGTTTACTAGATTTTGTAAATAATCTTTTAATATTTGAGTTTGGCCACAATTGATGACCAAATAATCTATTTCCTTTATATTTATCATTTTATTGTCAATTATTATTATTGTTGAATTGACCAAAAATTGAAATTTCAACTTTTACTCATCACTGTATTTCAGTATATGTATACACATGAACGAAATAATAAAAAATTTATATTTAACTGATTTTGAAAGAGCAACAAATTTTCAGATACTAACTGAACATAAAGTCAATTTGGTAATTAATTGTACTAGAGAATGTATTCACAAAAAAAAGTGTGAAAATGTTGATTATATTAAAATTGATATAGATGATGATCCATCATATGATATATTCAGCCATTTCGATAAAATTACTGATACAATTCATCAATACTTGAACAATAATAAAGTAGTTCTGGTTCATTGTAAATATGGAAAATCCAGAAGTGTCAGTATGATTATTGCCTATTTGATAAAATACAAAAATATGAATTTTGAGAATTCTTTGGATCTTGTAAAACAAAAAAGAAAATCAGCATGTCCCAACAGTGGTTTTGTTCAACAACTCAATAAATTTTCTGAAAAATATCAATTACCGACATGATCGGGTATTATACTGTTTATATTAGGCATTACAGTTGTTATGATGTCTTGATTTGGTATATTAGTTACTTTATTTATATAATAGTCAATAACATCATCAATATTATTAGAATTTTTTATGTAGTAAAAAAGAGAGTTGTTATTTGGCCCATCAAATATATCATTGTATTTTTTATTTAATTGTTCAATATAGTTGCTCATACCGACTTGTGGAGAAAATATAAGTGAAACATTTTTTTTGTTTTCCTGTTTGGCGATATTTAGTGGAACATTAATAAGATATTGACCATAATCTATTATTTTTAATAACATTGGTTGTACTTTAATGAAAAAATATTTATTATTATTGTCCTTATATCTATAATATTTTGTAGTACCTTCTTCATAATTAAGATCATTGTACATCAATACATTTTCAATATGTAGATCTTTTATAACAACACCATTATTTAACTGATTTATTTGCCATAATATTTGCAAAACCAATGACATCATAATGTATGGTTCTCTATTCAAATTTAAGACATTACCTCCATATTTTATCAATCCCAAGTCCACACCATTAAATATTTCAAACAAAGATCCAAACTCGGCATATCTTGAAAATCCATATTTTACTGCAGAATTATATAATGCGGAATTTATATTCGCGCGACATATGTTCTTACTTTTATTTTTTGGATCTACGCATTTTGCATCCAATATATTTTTAACATAATTTATGGTGTTATCGCACATTCCGGCATCTAATAATATTTCCATATGTCTAAATTTTGATATATATTCTGGATTGGCTCTTAACGAGTTATAAACATATAATTCTTTAGGATTTTGTGGATTTTTGTTAAAGTTTGGGTCTTTTGAGAACCAAAGTTTCAAAGTTATTTTTGTTTGTTGTTCGTTTAATAATATTAAAGTTATTTTGTCAACTTCACTTCCAAGAGCGATATCTAATTTGTTTATATCCAAACCAAAGTCTTTTTTGTTACAATCAAATAATTGAGATATTCCATTAATTTGTATATTAATAAGCATTTGTCTAGTTTTTTCTAACATTTGTTCATAAGCTTTTTGTACATCTCTACCAAAACTACTTGATGTTCCTAGTTTTTCTGATTGACATTTATTAATATCTTTGAAATCAGACGATTTAATATTTCTGATTAACCATAATTGTACAGCCATATTATTATTTGGATTTAAATTGTACTTATTATATAAATCTTTGCATTGTTGAGATATGTTCGTTTGATCAACTATTTGTTTCATTTGTCCTTTTCTCGCACCCATACACGTTTTCACATCATTATAATTAGGAAGTTTTTTATTATCGTCGTTTCCTAACCATTTGATTGAATCAAGAGGATTACTGATATCTATTCCTAAATTTGTCAGTAACTCCACACATTCAGGTGATAACACATATTTATTAGTGGATGGCACTCGTATTTTTGATAGTTCCTTAATACATCTTATAACTTTATTATAATTTTTGTCCTCCACATTATTTCTTAACCAGAGTTGAACTGAATCTCTATCCTGAAGATCTAAATTTAAACTCTTTAGAAAACCTGTACAACTCTCTAAATTATCTTCAACAGGACTCACTTCAACCTCCTTTTCCTTATTTATTTTTTGTAACAAAGAATTATGTTCTTCCAATAGTGTATTATATTTGTTCAATAAATCGTTATATTGTGATCTCATATTTTCTTCAGCTGATCGATTACTAATTATTTTTCTTTCATTTTCTAACTCCACTATTTTTCTCTTCAGTTTATTTTCTCTCTTAACTACTTTCTTTAATATAACATCTATTAAATTATTATTGATGTAATAATCCATATATATATATATTGATAAATAAATTTTAATTTGTGCCATTTTCTAGATCTTGTTCAGCAGTTCCATTTGACAACAATTTTGTTGCAATTATTATAATCGATACAAAGACAAACACTGAAACAACAAACACTAAAAGCGCAAGTATATTGAATAATCCAATATTAGGATTTACATATTCATTGACAAAATAATTACCCAAAACATACGCGGGTAACATTGGTAGTGACACAACCATTACTGAACAGGTAATAACTTGAATAAAACTTGGCAGAATATGTACAGATTTAACTACATAATACATGTCATATGAATGAACGCTCATAAAATATTTGTCATAAGATGATAAACATCCTGAAGCTTTGTAATTTATGTAATTACAGAGAAATTGTCTTATAAATTGAGTGTCGAATATCCAATTAGATGCATTAACTATTATGTGACTATATCCGAAACACAAAATCAAAACACCTAACGTAATTAATGGAACCAAAAATAGTAAACGATATTTTAAAGACATTTTTATATAAACTAAGATTCTGCAGATAAACAAAATGTTTTTTTTTTTCAATTTTTTTTATTAGATGTTGTTCATTTATTTATAGAAATTCGTGTTTTATATATACTTTTTGTCTTCATAAAATTATCTATAATTACTAATCACAATTGTTTCTTGATATTCTTCCAAATTATTTATTATTTTTTTTATCTTTATTTTTTTTTCCTAAAAAATGAAATTTTTTACATATTGCATATTATTTAATATTTATCAGTATAGATATGATTTCACAAATATATTTTAATTCACATAAGAAACGCTTATCATATATTTATATAAATGGAATATTTGGTAAAGATTTATTAAATCATATTATATTCTACAAACAAATAGGGGCAAATATTCATTGCTATGATAATTATGTGTTAAAATATGCATCACAGCAAGGAGATATAGATGCAGTTAAATATTTAATATTAAATGGTGGTAATTACGCTACAGACAATTATAGACCCATAAGAATAGCAGTTAAATATAATTACGTTAATATAATTAAATATTATTTAGATATTGGATTTAACAAATATTTATTGGAAGAGATTGTGCATGACACACTCAAACAATTAAAAAATTGGCTAAACTGTAATGGTTATAAAAAAATAATCAAATTGTTAATTAAATATAGATGCGCAAACAAATTAAAATTTCAAAATATTCAAAAATATATATTGAATAATGCAAGTACATATCAAAACACAAAATATTTAACATTTTTATTGAATAATGGATTTGATTTACAATATCTTGATAACATAGAGTTACAAGAATTAGGATTAGTTTCTGAAGAAATGGACTATTTTTTATTGGCACACGGAAAAGTTAATAATATATGCAATAATTTTGATGCCACAAAAATAATCAAAACTATACTGGAAAAATATATGTACAGGCTAGAATATGCATTACATTTATCGGAATATTGTATATGCACTGATGAAAACATAAAAAAACAACTTCACAAAATAAAAGAAAATAGATTGTATTATTACAAAACATTGATGATACCATCACCATATTTTAATGTAACAGTAGTCACCAATAATTGATATTAAAGACGCACATAACAATAAATATAATAAAAAAGATGAAATTTAAACTCTCTGAACACATTATTTGATTTATTATCATACACAAATGCCAAAACTAATTATATTATTTTTGTTGGTTTTTTCAATTCTCCATATAAATGCTCAGATATTCTATCCTGACAGACTGGCTGGATATAATGCAGACGGTAGGTCAAATTATAATCCATCTCAACACAAATGGGATATGATTATTATTGGTTCTGGCACTGCTGGTTCTGTGCTGGCCAAGAGACTATCATCAAATAGTAAAGTTAGGGTATTAGTCCTAGAAGAAGGAGGCTCTGATGTCGATTTATATCAACATATGCCCTCTGGATTCTCTTCTAATTTTAACACAGAAAGAGATATGAAATACAAAACAGTTGAACAACAATTCTTTAATAATAGAAAATTTAATCTTCCAGCAGGTAGAGGTCTTGGTGGTTCATCAACTTTGAACGCAATGATTTATCTCAGACCTCCAGCAAATGTATTGAACGAATGGTGCCAGCTTAATGAAGGTTGGTGTTGGAATGATATGTTACCATTCTTTAAAAAAACAGAAAATAACCTAAATTTGCAATTGTCTGACAATATTCATGGTAGACAGGGTGAATGGTATGTTGATGAACAATCATATACTCACGACACAATTTCTCGTTTGCATCAAGCTCATTTAGACGCTGGTGTTTTAGAAGATTTTGATCAATCTGATGGTAGTGGTGTCCCGTTAAATGCAACATGTAATTCTAGAATTGTACAAACGTTTATTTTGAACGGTGAAAGACAGTCTTTGTCTGTTGCAATGCTGCCCAACACTGTTATATCCAGAGAAAATCTTTATGTTCAAACTTATGCTAAAGTCAATAAATTGTTATTGAATAATAATAAAGTGTATGGTGTGGAATACAATCAAACACTATTTTTGAGAAACAATGTTACTGGTCAAATTATTGTAAATCCATTAACAAATCTTCCCCAACAAATAGTTGGTTTTCAGGTCAGAACAGTATTATTGGACGATAACATACATTCAACTGTAGTATTATCTGCCGGAACATTTGGTAGTCCAAAAGTTTTATTGTTATCAGGTATTGGACCAAAAAATGAATTAGAGTCTTTGAATATTTCAGTGGAAAAGAATTTAGAAGGTGTTGGTAAAAATGCCCAAGACGATTTTATGTTACCGTTCGTATACGCGTTGCAAAATACGACTGACAGTTTAGATGTAGAAACCAATGCCGAAAATCTGTTCAATAATTTCATTAAATGGATTGTTAGTAGAGGTACTGCGAACGCTAAAAGATCAGTTAATCCTGATACTGCCAGCCCCTTATCTACCAATATTCCCGAACATTTAGCTTTTTGTAGAAAGAATGGATCAACAACAACAAATCCAGATTATCAAACTATTGCGGCGAATGTTTTCTTTGTACTAGATGGTAACGCAAAACCATCAGATTTTAACCAAACCAGGACATTATCCTTTGGTCCTGTGTTGTTCCCCAAGAGTACTGGCTTTGTGAAATTATCCAGTTCTAATCCAAATGATCCCCTTTTAATTGACCTCAAATATTTGTCCAATGATGATGACAAGGCTCTTTTGCTTGAAGCAACCAGAACAGTTCTCAATATTATAAATCAAACATCTATTAAACAGTATATTTCATCAAATGTGTTGCCCAATACACAGCTATTATCTGATGAAGATATTTTGAACTATGCTAAAACATATGGTATTTCTGGTTATCATTACACCGGAACCTGTAAAATGGGTCCTGATTCTGACCAATTAAGTGTTGTAAATAATAATCTCAAAGTACATGGACTAAGAAATTTATATGTAGCTGATGCATCAATTATGCCAACCAATATGAGAGGAAACCCCACTTCTCTTGTTGTTGCCATTGCTGAAAAATTAGCTACTCATCTAAACAGAATCACAAATAGTGACTGTCAAGACAATGTTACACGAGGACTTTGTAGACAAGGAACTCAACAATAATAATACTTTATAAAAATAATACTTTTTGCCTTTAAAAAAATAATACTTTGCCTTTTAATAAACAAAAATTTTTTTATTTCCCTTTTTCCTAAAAAATTATAATTATGTCATACAATTTATCATTTATTTTATAAGGAGGAATATTGTTTAGTATATAATGCATTTTGATTTCTATTTGTCGTATTCTACATTTATAATCCATTTTTTTCTCTATTTCAAATATATCATCCTCATATTTTTTCTCATTTATCTGGTATTTATTGTAAAGAATTAAATTTATATTATTATTCTCTAATTCTAACTCCTTCTTCCTTTTATAATATTGGTTAAAAACATTTCTTTTTTTTTCAGCAGCCTCCATCAAAATCTCAAAAAAAGATCTTAGATACACATCTTTTTTTACTTCAGATAAAGGCATGCAGTTATTTGAATAAACGTCACACAAAAAAGGAGATAATTTAGATAGTATATCGTTATTATTAATATTTTTCAAATATAAAGATTCAACAAAAAGAAAATCCTTTAAGTCACACAGGTTTATACATCGTGACAATACTAATAATTGTAAGCCTATTTCCAAATTCGAATTGTCACAAACACCATATTTTATTGCCAAACAATAATTTTTCTTCACTTCATCACTAGTAAAATAGTTTTTTCCTCTAAAATTAAGTAGAGACCATACATATTGATGGATAAATTTCCTCTTTCCTAATTCAGAAAGTTGATAATATTCACATATTACTTTATAATCATAATCATCATCAAAACTTAAATAACTTTCAGAAAGTCTTTGCAACGACAATATACAATGTTTTTTGGCGGCCATATTATAATATAGTGTAGCTGACAATATATCATTTTTCTTTTCAAATTCGTATCCTAACATAAACATACATTTTCTACAACCATATAATTTTATTCCTTTTACTAAATATTTTTCTAACTTTTTAAAATTGTTATCTCTATACATTTTTGCCAACTCAATCATACTATCTTTATAATCCAATGAAGCTGCTTTTTTTAAAAGTTTTTTGTCTTTCTTATACATTGCCAAATCATGTATTGATTCTACATTTCCTAAACTGATCGATTTCTTTAATAATTTGGTGTAGACATTAATTAATCCTCTTTTAAAATAATGTTTGCCTAATTCGTTGTATGCAAAAGAATCATTGTAGTGTTTTATCGCCATATTATAGAACAATATTGATAGATCATTTTTTTCTATATAATCAAAACAATATCCTATAATAGTTAATGTAGATCTGTAAATTGGTTTTTTCTTGGCTAAACCGATATAATCAATAAAGCGATTTATAAAATTCATCTTGATAAATATAAACAAATAACAATGAAATTAGTATACATTAGATTGTTCAACTTTTTTTAATTAATATTTGCCAACCATCGAACATAAATAAAAGTCATAATTTTTTCAACTATATATTTTTTGGTAAACATAAACACCAAACAAAAATACTATCATTGGTAGTAAAGAGTTGAAAAATTTAGATAAAAATCTTGAATGATGTCGTGTATTTAAATTTGGGATCTTGACTTCTTTATGATCCAAAATTACAACATTAAAACCAAGCTTTTTAAGTTCTTCAGTGACATAATCTATTTTTGAAAAATCAAAAGTGTAGATGTGCTGTGGAGGACATGATTCTAAGGTTTCAGTTGATCTAGTAAAAATTTGGTTAAGATCTTTGATAGAACATAAAATATCACCAATTTCAGTTATGGCTGTCACAGTGCCTACAACATTATTTTGATCATCATTAACTACAACAGGAACAACATAAATAGAATTCATTTTATATAATCCATCAATATACAATAATGTTTAATATATTTACAATTTCAACTTTTTCATAAAAAAATGAAAAAAAAACATTTAAACTAACTCATAAAATGATACATTATATTAACAATGTTTAGACATTACGTAAACAAATTTATTATCTTATTGGTATTTTATATTAGTATGTGTGTATTGGCGGCAATAGTGTTTATTTGTAATGATATTTATTACACATATAAGCTAAACATTTTCGAAAAACAGTCTTTCTTATTCACTTGTGACCTGCACAACGCATATTTCTATAAATCAACGTCGTTAAATACAGTATTGTACTGGCCAATTACTCTAACAGGTTACATATTGGAAAATTTGAGAATGTATAAATGTATTAATTGATTATTATTTATTTATCTGGAATATATACATATTAATGGAAAAAAATTGTTATGATTATATTGTTATAGGAAGTGGATCAGCTGGATCTGTTTGTGCTCATAAATTAGCTGTTAATTTGCCGGATCATTCTATATTGTTAATAGAGGCTGGAGGATCAAATGATTATAAAGAAATACATAATTTTACTGATTCTTTGTATTTACCAGAAAATATTGCCGATAAACAATGGAATTATGAAAGTACTCCTCAGAAAAATTTAAATTGTAGAACAATAGATGTTCCGTTTGCCAAAATTCTGGGCGGTTGTTCTAGTATAAATCAATGTGTTTATGTTAGAGGTTCACCAAATGATTTTAATTATTGGCCAAAAAAATGGAGTTACGAAAATGTTTTACAAAATTATAAAAATATTGAGAAAGTAAACAGATGCGAATATAAAAGTTCTTTTAGAGGAGAAAATGGATGTGTTCAAGTATCTGGATATGAAAGTAAAAAAAATGAATTAACCAAAAAACTTTTGAAGGCATGTGAGAAAAATGGTTATTGTTATATTAACGATTATAATATTCCGTTTAAACAAGAACAAATATGTTCCCCAATGCAATTCAATGTAGTTGAAAAATATCCTGATTATAGATTTGATACGTTTACGTCTTTTATTAAACCTTTAATAGAAGTGGGGAGGAATAATTTCACCCTAAAGACCAAAATTATTGTTAAAAAAATATTGTTTAAACAAAAAAGAGCAATAGGTGTACAATGTATTAGTAACAACAAAACTTTTAATTTATATTGCAACAAAGAAATAATAATTTCATGTGGGGCAATCAATACTCCTAAACTATTACAATTGTCGGGAATCGGTGATAAAAAACTGTTATGTAAACTTGGTATTGATCCAGTTGAAAATTTACCAGCTGTCGGTCAAAATTTACAGGATCATTTGGCTACCTTTGTATTTTACAAATTAAAAAATAAATTGCCGCAAGATCATAATAATCTGATTGATGTAAATATGTTTGTTAAAGGCAAAGATGGCAGATATCCATTAATGATGTACAGCATTACATTTCCGAAAGACGTTCCCTATTTTGGTGCAAAAAAGAATTGGTACGGAGCAGAAAGTATCCTAAATATACCTCATAGCAAAGGATACACTCACATTCAATCAAATAATTTCCAAGATGACCCTGTCATAAATTATAAATATTTAGATTCAAAAAAAGATTATGCTATATTAATTGATGGTATTGAAAGAATAAGAAAAATATTTGATGATGTTTCATTTGTTACCAAAGAAGTAAAACCGGGAAAAAATGTTGATTTGATAGAATACATAAAAAATAATTCATATTCTCTGTGTCATCCGTGCGGCACATGTAAAATGACAGAAGCATTTGATTTAAATAATTCTGTTGTTGATAGTAAATGTAGAGTGTGGAATATCGAAGGATTACGAATAGCAGATGCAAGTATTATGCCCGAAATTATGTCAGGTAATCTGAATGCGACGTGTATGATGATTGGTGACAAATGCGCAGAATTCATAATAAAAAAATTGAAATAACTGATACATTGAACTCTCCATAAGTAAAAAATCCTGTTCAATACATAACAATGTTACAAGTCATTCAAACTGTCGCGACGTCCGAATTAATTATATCACTTCCATTGACCTTGCCCACGGCAGGTATTTGGTTACCAATCTCTTTAGCAAATGCTAGTCATAAATATTTTAAACATTTAAGGCAATCAGATCCAAAAAAATACTCTCAACTATTTATGACCAGTGTCAGAAAAGGTATGACGTGGCCGATTAGAATAGTTGATAATATTTTTCATTGAATATTGTACAGCTGAGTATGATTTATTTTTTGAGTTTCATCATCGTATTCCACAAACCAAAAAGAATCTCCTGATCCATCATATTGTTCAAACTCGTGATATCTATACATCGCTGATCCATGAGTGTGTCCAACATATAGTGCTAAACAGTTACTACCTTTTATTTTATTGTAAAAATACTCTTTTTCTTCTTCTTTCCACCAATCACTTAAGGGGCCAGTTATTGGATAATGGAAAAAGCATACATATGGAGCATTTTTATTTTCTGAAATATTTTGATATAACCAATCACTAATTTCTTTATTTGGATAAACGTCTAGTGAATAAACAGATAAACTTCCATATTGTTTTTTATAATAAGTATTACCAAATTTACTAGTTATATATTTCTTTACAGGTTGTATTGGATAAGAATATAAATCATGATTACCCAGACATTCTAATAATTCAATATCTTTTGATAACTTATCCACAAATTTTTCTTTATATTCGGTCAATTGTTTTGGAGGATAGAATCCCCAACCTTTTTTATGTGGTTTTTGCAAACATGGATACCAGCAATTATTTGCCATAACATACCATAGATAATTAATTAAATTTCCATTTTCACCCAAATCAGTAATATCTCCAGCATGAATAACAAATTTTGGGCTTATTTTATTACAAGATTCAAGAAAACCTCTTTTATTAACCTCTTGACTGGGATTACCAACTTGTATGTCTCCTGTTACAATAAATTTAACCATAATAATTGTGTATATATATACATTTATATAATAGTGAAAAATTTGATAAAAATAATGTTTATATGATTAATATTTATATTGTACAAAAGAGATCTTATAAATGACATGTAATTTAGAGAACGATAAATTGGATTCCGAAGAATTTAAAAGAATTGAACAACAATGTAAAATCCAAAAGCACATAGATATAAATGAGGATCTTATGAAATTAATTGAAGATGATCAAGAAATTATAAATAAACGTGGTTTAGATATGAAAGACATAAAAAATTATTTAGAAAAATTATTGATTCACATATCATTAGCCAAAAAGAATAAAGCAAAATATCCTGAAACCGAATATACAAAAAAAGCATTTTCAAAATTAAATGCGAGAGATTGGACTTGTTGGAAAACTGATATAGCCAAAATTTTTAACAATAGTCTCACAGTTCTAATTTACTCGTGGTGTGGTATCGAAAAATGTCCTTTTACATCACCTAAATATAACATTGATAGAGAATGTGAATATGGAGATCGAAATTATGTATTTGTTAGATACGACAAAGAGTATTTACATATGTCCTCCTTAACTATGCATCAAATTATAAAACACAATTTTTTCCAAGGTTTAAATTCCTCATATCGAGTTTCCCCAGAAACTATTATTGATTTCTTTAGATTAAAGCCTCAAACAAATTATGAAACATCATATAAAATAATAGAGTATCCAATATATGAATTTACTTGTGCTATATCCAGTGATGAAATAGAGGAGATTAATTGCAATGAAACATTAATTGAAAGACAACAATACAATGGTTATTCGTTTTTGAAATATAAAGATAACAAAGAAGATAAAGAATATTATCGCTTCTACATTAGTGACCCTAATATTAAAGAAAATAGTGTGATGCATAATAGTATACCACTATTTCTGACAGATAATGTATTCGGCACGAAACACATATTTTATCCCATTGAAATTGTAAATAAAAAAGAAATAGTTCTTTTGGAACAAGAATTGATGACAGAATGGATCTAAAAAAACTGAAATAATTAATTTATTGAAGATATGATAAAAATATTTAATATACACATGGATTCACAAACTGTTTCACCAAGATCATGGAAAATTATACTTACCATTATGTTTTTATTTTTTGCATTTTGTCTACTTTCTGGTATTGGCTTTATTATGTCAAAAGCGGGCAAATAAAAAATTGAAAATTACAATAAAAAAAGTAAAGATTTTATTTATTATTAACAAAAATGGGAGTAAAAAAATATTCAACAACCGCTGTATATCAATCAGTTTCCACTATACTGACCGAAGTTAATGATAAAAGTAAAATGGATTTAAATCCTAATTATCAGAGAGGAGAAGTATGGGTTATTGCCAAAAGAGCTAAATATATTGAATCACTTTATAAAGGTATTGCCCCTACTCCTTGTATATTTAATTACTCTGACGGTATGAAAACTTGTATGGATGGCAAACAAAGAATTTCTAGTATAAAAAGATATGTTGAAAATGAATTTGCCTTTGAATTAGAAGAAACTGGAGAAATAATATTCTATGATAAAGTCATCAAGGAAAATTTGTCAAAAGATCAGTTAAAAACACCGATCATCCGAGTTATGACAAAAACTGAAAAAGATGATTTTAATACTTTGCAAATTCCAACTATAACTTACAAAAACTTGTCATATAGTGAGCAGGTAGATATATTTCACAGAATCCAAAATGGAGTTGCTCTGAGTATTGGAGAATTAACGGCAACGCTTTTTACCAAAGAAAAACTTTCTGAAATGTTTGTTAAATATTGCGACTCGAAATTAAAACTAATGAAAAAATATGGTGATAGTAAAAGGAAAAATCATCAAAATATTATTGCCAATGCAATGTACATATGTTCAAAGAATATATTGAGAGATATCAATAAAAATTATAAACTTGAATTTTTCTCAAATATGAATTCGGAAAGTAGTCTACAAACTCATATGGATCAAACTTCAAAAGTTTTAGAAATGGTTTATGGCGACAATATGCTTGGGCACAGCAGTATCAAGAATACTATAAAAAAAAACTTTCAACTTTGTCTTATGTATTTTTTCGCCAATAATAAAAGTGTTGATTATGCAGCTTTAAGAACAGTCATAATAGAACTAGATAGTGTTAAAGATATAGGTAGTTCGTCTGCTGGGAAAGTATTAGGTAATATATATGCAAAAATATGTGAAAAATATGATCAATATACAAAAAATAATAATACCGATTGTGATGAGGAATCAGATAAATCAGATAAATCAGATGATTCCGAAGAAGAAAAACCACCCAGAAAAACTAAGGTTTACAAAAAGATTGTAGTAAAAGGAAAAACCAAATAGATTTTTTTATACAACTAAATATTTAAATTTAAAAAAATAATTTAGCATTTCTTGTGACCATAAATATCTAATTTAACGTATTTTAATATATTTTCTGTATCTGGTATGCTTTCTACCTCATTCCACTTGAATTCTATTTTCCACTGGCCCTGTGATTTTTCACCTCTGAGCAATTCGCACAAAAATGGTTCGTTATCATAATATTGTAAATCTTCAGGAACTTCAAAGTCCGGATCTTGAAGAAAACCTACTTGGTTATTAATGAGCTTAAGTTTTGTTCCCATTGGAGATGTGATACATACATCCATATTTAGTATTAATTGTGGTTTGACAGAAGGTTTCGAATTTACAGTCAAATAAACTTGAACAGTCTCAATTATCATATTTTTGCTTATATCGAGCTTGATAGTAAAACTCTTGTTATTAAGATTTAACGTAGTATTTATTTCAGATTCAGCACTCGCATTCTTTTCTTTTGGCAATAATTTCCATTTTTTAGCATTTTTTATCATTTTTTTAACATTTATAATACCATATCCAGATCTCTGAGAAACCAAAACATTATTGCCGTTAAACACGAAATCTTCTGGTGGCACTGTACTGTTTATATAATAATCCTGATAACATGATCTACTTATTATTTCTTTGACATCTCTCCAAGTTAAATCGGGACGATATTCCAGTAATAATGCAACACATCCACTAACCATCGGACATGCAGCACTTGTTCCATTAAAGTCATGAGTATATGGTATTAATCCTTTTTTTGCTAAATCTTTACTGTAAGGCAATGTTGTTGTTATTCCAAATTGATCAAATGATGATGGAACTGGAGTTCTAACAGCTATATATAATAATGTTTGATCTCTACCAGCAGGAGCCACACATAAGATCCCAAGTCCTATATTACTATAAGTACTGTTATCTAAATTAGAATTTATGGCACCAACTGATATGGTATATCTATGATTAATTAATAAATTATAACTGGCTAATCCACCAGATACATTCTCATTACCCGCTGCAAAAACAAAAATGTTACCTTTACCACATCTTCCTTTGTGAGATGCTATTTCAATTGATTTGAGTATTTCAAAGGTTTGTTCTTCTTCAACATTTGGCGATGCTTCATTTTGTGGCCCAAAACTATTATTAAATATATCAATTTTATCCTTATTTTTTAAAATAAATTTGTGATATGGATATTTTTTGGATATTGACTCTGCTAATGGTCCCAGTATAATATATGATACTAACTTGCTTTCAGGTGCTATACCTATCATATATTTGTTTCCCTTACCGCTAACAATACCTCCAATTGATGTACCATGTAAATATGCTTGCTCTTTTACCATTATTTCAGCATCCTCAATAATTGGATTAACTTTTGTACTTTCTATTTTTATGTCTGGATTATAAAATATTCCGTCATCAGCTACACATACTGTAACATTTTTTCCTTTAATATTTTTTTTCCAGGCGTAACCAACATTAATTTCAACGAGATGCCATTCTTTTTGCAAAAATTGAGGCTTAACTTCTAACAATTCAGAAATTTTGTCCATCTATATTTAAGCACACTATTAAAAAAATTGATTATAATAATAAATATCTATGAATAATTATATTAACATTGCAATGAATCATTTTAAGTATTTCAACAAATTGTCAAAAGATTCTGAAAAAATAAAGTATTTAAAAACAAATAAATTGGCATTGTATGAAGTCATTTGTACGTTTGATGAGGGAGAACAAATAATTGTGGATATTATAGTTGAAGATGAAAGTGAAAAAAATCTTGTTTTTAGTGTGTTTAAGGCAATGAATAAAAAAGAAATAATCAGTTTAGTAAAATTAAGTTTTATGAGATTATACACAAAGAAAATTGAAGATTTGCCTGAATTTATTCAAAAAAATAATGGCAAATATTATGAAAAAGATTTGATTAAATATAAAAAATTATATCTTATGAAAAAACAATAAGTCAAAATATTTTGTATTAGATAACATCTTTTTTTTATAATCGATTATATTATTACATTTTTTTATATTTGCATTTGAGCCACTATTTGTTACTTTCGATACTGTTTTATAAAGCTCAAAATATTTGTTACATAATATTTTGGTCATAACGTCAAACAACAAATTATTTTTTGTCCATTTTTTGTTATATTTTGAAATTAATAATTCTTCTAAGTTTGGATTCTGTTCACTGTATATTAATAAGTAATATAATAAATCTTTTCTCATATTTGACATAATTTTTCCTTGATATCCTACATCGTACAAAAACATTTTGTCAAAAAGATTATCGATATTGTCCACTGATAAAATTATTGCTCTGAATAAACTCAAATCATATCTTTTAATACTTTCCTCAAATATTTTTTCGTCACTTTGCTTGTCAATATAATTATTATTCTTTAAAAAAGTGTATTCTAAACTCGTAATATATCGGCCATTCATTAATGAATCTATTAATTTTGGATTTTTTTCGTTAAAATAACTAAATAAATTTGGTCTGTTGTGTTTTATAGCAAGCAACATATAATATTCGCCTATGTCATAATATGGCATAAATTGTAATATATTGTCAACCATTTTAACATCATCTGTCAACTGTATTACAACTTGTAAATAACATTGATAAATATAATTTCTTGGATAACTAATTTACTCAACTTTAAGGCCCAACAAAAAATTCATAATTTCTTAACAGAGCTTTTTTGTAGAGGTATTAACAACATTCAAAATCATCATATATATCAATACAATAATTGAATAGAAAATCCAACATATCTTTTCTGTCATTGCGCACTGCATATTTTAAGGATGATGTCAAAGCTTTTTTGATAATATGATCTTTTTTAAATTTTTCAGACAAATAAAATACTGTAAATAGCAAATTTTTTTATTTTAGATAATACAAATCCATTTTCAACAAATTTATTTATTAATTCATGGTGTCCGTTTAATAGAACCATTTTGAATGCTTCACAATCCTTATAATATATGTCGACTCCTTTTTTAAGTAACTCAACAATTTATCTTTCAACTTTTACTGTTTATGAATTTTCAATCTAAATTGAAACACTCTAACTTGTGACTTTTTGACAATTAAAAGTAAACTACTAGACTAGATGATTATAATATATATACCATTATAATGAAAATAATTAAATTGAAACATCTAGCTTATTACTTTTTGGTATTTAAGGTAAACAGCTAGATGAATCCATTTTTATATACCATTATAATGAAAACAATTAAATTGAAACACTCTAGCTTGTGACTTTTCGGCAATTAAGGTAAACAGCTAGATGATTATAATATATACACCATTACAATAAGAACAATTAAATTGAAACAATCTAGTTTATGGCTTTTCTGAATCCAAAAGTAAACAGCTAGAATACTCCATTTTTATATACCATTATGATAAAAACAATTAAATTAAAACACTCTAGCTTATGACTTTTTGACAATTAAAAGTAAACAGCTAGATGAATCCATTTTTATATACCATTAGAATGAAAACAATTAAATTGAAACACTCTAGCTTGTGACTTTTTGGCAATTAAAAGTAAACAGCTAGATTACTCCATTTATATATACCATTACAATAATAACAATTAAATTGAAACACTCTAGCTTATGGCTTTTTGGCAATTAAAAGTAAACAGCTAGATGAATCCATTTTTATATACCATTAGAATGAAAACAATTAAATTGAAACACTCTAGCTTATGACTTTTCTGAATCCAAAAGTAAACAGCTAGATGAATCCATTTTTATATACCATTAGAATGAAAACAATTAAATTGAAACACTCTAGCTTATGACTTTTCTGAATCCAAAAGTAAACAGCTAGATTACTCCATTTTTATATACCATTATGATAAGAACAATTAAATTGAAATACTCTAACTTATGACTTTTCGGTAATTAAAAGTAAGCAGCTAGATGAATCCATTTTTATATACCATTATAATGAGAACAATTAAATTGAAACAATCTAGCTTATGACTTTTCGGTAATAAAAGTAAACAGCTAGATGAATCCATTTTTATATACCATTATGATAAGAACAATTAAATTGAAATACTCTAACTTATGACTTTTCGGTAATTAAAAGTAAGCAGCTAGATGAATATAATATATATACCATTATAATGAGAACAATTAAATTGAAACAATCTAGCTTATGACTTTTCCGGTAATAAAAGTAAACAGCTAGATTACTCCATTTATATACACCATTACAATAAGAACAATTAAATTGAAACAATCTAGCTTATGGCTTTTCTGAATCCAAAAGTAAACAGCTAGAATACTCCATTTATATATACCATTATAATGAGAACAATTAAATTGAAACAATCTAGCATATGACTTTTCCGGTAATAAAAGTAAACAGCTAGATGAATCCATTTTTATATACCATTATAATAAAAACAATTAAATTGAAACAATCTAGCTTATGACTTTTCCGGTAATAAAAGTAAACAGCTAGATTACTCCATTTATATATACCATTACAATAATAACAATTAAATTGAAACACTCTAGCTTATGGTTTTTCTGAATCCAAAAGTAAACAGCTAGATGAATCCATTTTTTATATACCATTATAATAAAAACAATTAAATTGAAACACTCTAGCTTGTGACTTTTCGGCAATTAAAAGTAAACAGCTAGATGATTATAATATATATACCATTATAATGAGAACAATTAAATTGAAACAATCTAGCTTATGACTTTTCGGTAATAAAAGTAAACAGCTAGATAATTCAATTAAAAATAAACATTAAAATATCAGAATTGATATGCATATACACTTTAACGATATATACAATATTTAGATATATCAAAATAATGAAAAAAAAATTGGAATAAATTTTTCCGCACACCAATTCTTGTGTGGGGAAATTTTAATTGGAATAATTTTTATGAATATTTAGAATTCTCAGAAAAATAAACAGTAAAAAGTAAACAGCTAGATAGAAAGTTATTTTTAACCATAACAAAATTCATTAAAATTTATCGGAAAAATTATCAGTAAAAATGCCCGAAAGTAATTAGCCGACTAAAACTACAACCAACTACAACCATATAAAAGATATAAGCTAGATGTTTCGATTAAATTTCCAGAAAAATAAGGTTGTACTTTCTACAACCCAAAACTACAACCGGGTTGTAGTTTTAAATAGAAAAATAATATAGACTAATAATATTGATGAAATACGATTGTATTTGCTGCAATTATTCGACTAATGACAAAGGTAATTGGTCCAAACATAAAAAATCTCTTAAACATATCAAAAATAGTAATAAGGTGGACAAAACTACAACCTCCTTATCCGACCCTAATCCGACCCTAATCCGTCCCTTATCCGAAGGTGTAGTTTTTAAAAAGTATATCTGCCAACATTGTGGAGAAGTTTTTTCTGTAAAAGGTAACCTGTCTCGACATTTGAAATACTGCAAACAAAATGAATATAAATTACTGCAAAAAGAATATGAAAAATATAAAAAAGACAATGAAGCAGATACTAAGATAAAAATTTTAGAAGAGAAATTAAAATCTTGCCAAAATCACATAGAAATTCTAAAGACTGAAAATAAGTTTCAAAAACAACTGATCGAATCTGCTGGTGGTATGATTAAGAAATCAATGAACACAATGAGTTATCTGTTATTGAACTACAATGATGCTCCTCAATTAGAAGCTCTAAACGATTATTCAGCAATTTCAGAAAATACTCAATCTTTAATTGAAAATCTTATTCATTATAATAAGCAAGGAAAAATAGATAAATTTATTGGAGATTTCATTATAAGACAATATAAAAAGGATGATCCAAAATTTCAATCCATTTGGAGTTCTGATATTGAAAGATTAAATTATTTTATTAGAGAACTTATTAATAATAATCCAAATCAACAAGAATCTAAAGTCGAATTGACCAACAAATCCTTGAATTGGTTAATAGATAAAAAAGGTATAAAAGTGGAAAAGAATATAATAGAACCTTTATTAAATTATATTCATGATATTGGAGTGAAATATCTCAATGAAAAAGCAAAGGAAATTGATACTACCAGTGCAGATGATGCAGTAAAAATAATATCAAAAATGCAAGAGATAGGAGAAATAAATTGTGGTATAAGAAACAAAACAATATCAAATAATATAAATAAGTATATCGCACCACATTTTTTCTTAAATAAATAAAAATTCGTTTGTTTTATTTGTCTAAAATTAATTCATCTAAATTCACATCAACAAAATTAATGTACTTATTTATAATATTAATCAAATCTTTTGGATTTTTGTAAAAATTTATTAATTTGATCAATTGTGAGGCTGTAATAACAATATCATCATAGATTTTTGAATTTTCAGGAAAATCATTGTAATAAAAATTTATTATTTTTTTGATTTGAGGAATAGTACAATAACCGACATAAACTTGTGCATCAATTCTTCCAGGTCTAATCAAGGAATTCATTGTTTTTATTTTTTCTAAATCATTTGTCGTTAAAATAGAAATTCTACCAAAATTATCATCAATACCATCTAAAATATTTAATATACAGTCTGATGTAATATCTGATTGATGTTCACTGAACACTTTGGATCTGTCGACATCTTCCATCAATAATATATATTTTTGTTCTGGAGTAATTAAATTGTAAATATCATTTACCACTCTTGTCAATTCTGAATTGTTACTCAAAATACTCAAATCCAGAATAAAAACCGGCAACTGAAATTCATTTGCTATAACCTTAACAAGAGATGTTTTGCCACATCCAGGAGGACCGTAAAGAATATAACCTCTTTTGTATGGTAGCCCCTTTGTATTATAATATTCTTCACTATTCATAAATTTATCAACATCTCTATAAAAGTTTTTGTCAACATCATCACTAACGATGGTGTTAATAATATTTTTGTTAGTTATTGTTTTGTACTTTTTCCACGAAATTTTTTTTGACTCTCCATTAATATCTTTAGTCTGATTAACGTGTAATTTGTACAGTAATAAACTGTTGCTTGATTGTCTATTCGATATTTTAATTATATTTTCAATATATTTTTTCAGAATTGTAATCGAAGAATAGGACGATACAACTATATAATAATATTTGTTCGATGAATCCTTGTCACCTATTTTCTCAGTCACTAACTCTAGATAAATTTTGTGTCCCTCGTATTCTTCTTCAATGTATGATCCACTTACAATTTTTTCGACAGTTAGTCTTGTTCTACCTAACTCTCTATCTAATGTAGCATCTTTTATTTTTTCTTCGTACTTATCATTGATATAATCCATCAGTTTGTCAAAAAAAGGATTATCATAGTCAATAGTAATCGATTTTGATCTATCAAAATAATGTAAAAAGTTATAATTGTATTTTTTCATATTTGATAATAGATTAGAAATAATAAGACTAATCACTAAACTTAATGATATTCTCATATTAATATCATTAACTGGTAAAAAGTATGATAGAAGAGGAGATATTATTGTACCCAAATATTGCTCCATTTATTTGTTCAAAATATTTTCTATTTGAAACGATTTTTAATAAATTATTCTAATTTTTAATTTTTCAATTTTTATTGAATTTCAGCAATGTTTACTGTTAATGGACAATTGGGTAGCTGTTTTCTAATTCCCATTTGGGTATAACAATATGATATATGTATTTGACTGTCATTAAAATAATTTTTAAAAACGTTAGAATGTACATGAGCAGTGATTTTGTTAGCACCATTTGCTTTTCCCAGTAGATTTATCATATTATATTTATTAATGTTTGTGACCTCATATTCATAGCAATTATTATTATCAATAACATTATGTTTCAATAACAGTTCAATGTCAGATCCATTACCTTCACCAAAATAAAATTTTGTTTTGTTCAAATTTAACTCATGTTTTGTTATGATTTTAATATTCCAAATAAGATCTCCATGTCTAGAAACAAAATATAAATTTTCAAATAATTTTTTATTATTAATACTTTTTATATGATAACTATAACCGAAATCTGTGAACACTTTTGGAGGTACAAATGCAATATCATAGTCGGAACTCATTAGAGTCAATAAACCTTGATTTTGATGATCACTTTTACAATTGAATGCTTTATGAGTACCAATGTATTCGTCATGACCAATAATACCCATTTCTAACAATCTTTTATTTTTCACTGAATCATTTTTGCGATAAATATCTGTGTATCCGTGAATTGTGAGTAATTCAACTTGTAATCCATTAATATTAATTAATTGTTCAATGTAACAATTATCTGTTAATTTATTTTGAAATTCTGTGTAGAAATCAACATATGTAACATCTATTTTTATCAAAATATTGTCTAAATTATTTTTTTCATGATTTTGTACGTATAATTTTATTTCTTGTTTGCCAAGAGGATTGAAGAATACATCCGATATAATTTTTCCATCATTAGAATCAAATTCGATGTGATCTCCTCTGACCATAATTTTAACTTTTCTACTTATCTTATTTATGTTTGCGATATAATCTTTTGACAATATTTCTACACCATTTGAATCATAATTTGACACAAAACAAAAATTCACATTTTTAACAATTTCGTTTTTAAATCCAAATGAATCAATATTAATTAAATAATTATCGTCTATAATAACATTTTTTGGGAATAATATAAATTCACATTTATGTTGCTTTTTAATATTATCTAATAAATCTTTGTTAGTGAATTTATAACTATAATCGTTTAATTTTGTTTGGTTTAAAATTGGAGTTTTTGCATTAAAAGTTCGTATTTCCGAAGTTTTATTCATGTTTTCTATATACTTTTCTAGAATATTATTTTTAGGAATCAAACGCAAATATTTTTTATTTTTAAAAGTACCATATTCAAAATGCACAAAGGTAGTTTCAAGTATTTTTTTAAGAAAGAGAAAAGAATGAGAAGCACTATCTATTTTATAATTAGTTTTATGCAAATTAAAATTTTTAACGGGAAAAATTTGTTTGAATTCCATTATGAGATCATTTATTTTCTTTATAGCTTCATCATTTAGATTATCCAGGTAAAGAACAGTATTATAATCCACAATATTTTTAATTCCGTAAATTGGCAAAAGTTTTTTATCTAAAAATTCTACTTGTTTGTATAGTGACTTCATATGTTTACGTTTATATTTATGCCTTAATATATTTTCCTCAATAATTGTATGAGATGACGTATAAATTTTTAATAATAAATAGAAACAAAGTGGAGTATTTGGATAGTTACAATAACAATAAAAAATATTTTGATTATTATGGCGTAAAATTAGTCAAAGAAGAGATTAAATCAAAATATAATGTTCTGATCATGAATTCAAAATATGAGATTATTTACAAATCAAAATATTTCAAATTAAGTGAATTATTGGATATATTCAAAAAGTTGTCAAAGAATGATAGGACACAAACATCATTATTTTCAGATTATAAAAAAAATAGAAAAACTAAAAATTTATTTGGATTCAAAAATGAATTAGTTGCCAGAAACACAATTAAATTACTGAAAAATGAAACAAAAAAATATCAATTTTGGGTAGTCAACACAGTGTATAATAGAGCAAAGTATCATCCTCATAGAACATTAGAAATGAAAAAAGCAATGAACATATATGAAAAATGGCTAACTGATCATAATTATAATATAAATTAGGTCTTTTTGATATATTTCAAGAAATCTATAATATAATTATTATATATACGAAATATATAAATGAATATAAAAACTAAAAATGGCAATAATCCCCTTTTTGATATTATGAAATCTACTATTTTTGGGATAGAAATTGAAACTTGCATAAAGTTCGAAAAAAAAATACGTATTCCAAATGCATTGTATGATTATGATAATTTTGAATTAAATCTTTCAGCATATTACAACTATTTAATGGACAATAAAATGATACCTGTTTTAACCAATTTCACGAATCCACTAGAAAGATACACATTTGGTGTGAGTATGGTGGATGAAAATAAGGATATTGGGAAAAAATGGAAAATTGTGAAAGACAACAGTATCAAATGTGGTGATAATCCGTACATTTATCCAATAGAAATAGTGAGCCCAATATTGAGACCCACCATAATATTACGAAATCCACTCGCATCAACACAACAATTCAAAGATTTATATGAGGAAGAAGAAGGATATTTTATGGAAGGATTTAACAATATTTATAACTATTATTATTTTTTGTTTAATAATGAATACAGCGACATAAACAAAATTAAAATAATAAAAAATGATTCTCAAGGTTTTCACGTACATATATCAAATGAGAAGATAACAACACCAAACAAAACAAGTTATATATCGGAAGAAATAAATCATGGTTTATTACATTTTTCTCATTATTTAAGAATGTTTTATTTTTTTGAAGAATTATTATACGATTTTGTTGACGAATCAAGAAAAAAAAGTGTTTATTGCAAACCATTAAAGGCTGATCTACATTCGACAATATATGGTGATTATCTTGTGAATAATATTTTTTTGGATATGGAAAAATATTTTGTTAATGGAAATATTAAAACGAGTGATGTCATTGATATGTATTTTACTCCAGAAGGAAACGGTAAGAATAGATATTATAGCATAAATTTAACACATATAAATACTGATGAAAATGTAGATTATTTTAACCCAATACATTTTGAAATAAGAATGCACCAGGGAACTAACGATATTGCTGAAATGACTAACTGGACTTTGCTTATGATACTTTTTTATTCCACATGCATTGAAGAAATGGATAAAGTAATAAAATTATTCAACGAGGGTGACATTGAAAATGCTAGTAAATTATATAAAGACTATTTAAAACCTTTTGATGATGATTATCTTGCAAACAACTGTTTAAACCTCAAAATGTTTAATTTATTTTTCGATAGATTCATAAGAAGCAATGTGTTAAAAAATTATTATAGAAATAAAGCAAGATCATCGTTTTTAAAAAATAGTCCAACACCTGTGCCATCCAATATTATATTTCATTCTCCAAAAAAGTTTGATCAAAATGGAAAAGCTTTAGTATCACCAAAATTAGAAAATTATTTAAAGACAATAAATTATCCATATGAAGATACTTTTCCAAATTATTACAAACCAATTGCATTGGACCCGAATGATGTAAATGGCGAAGAGTCACCTTTTTATTCTAATCAAAATAATTTCGACTCGTTTCCCGTATCACCAATAGGCGACAATAATGATAGACTTAGAGCACAATTTGAGAGTTTAGCTCAATCTTTAACAGACGATCTATCGCCGATACCAAAATAAAAAAAATTAAATTAAAGATTTCAATAAATCAAAACTAATGTTAGCCTCATTAAAAAGTTGTTTGGCTTTAAGATTGTTTTTCAAAATATTCTCCATCAGATATTTTGGATTAATGAACATATTATTGACAAAATCATTTATCAATGAATCATTAGCATTATTTGCAATTAACATTTTTAACATTTTTGACTCAGAATCGTTACCATTAATTTCTTTGAGACCAAAAGGAGTTTTATCATACAGTTTTTTGTTAATATAATATAGTCTGTCTGGATGCATTTTTTGTTCAGTTCTATCCAATAAAGATTTTTAAGCAAATAAATGTTCAATTTTTATGTATTGTTTTTATATACATGACATCTCCTGATTCGTTCAACTATGATCCAAAAGAAAAAATGCTATATTGTATTACTCCTTTCAAAAATTATAAAATTAGTACCAATGAAACGGAATACTTTTTTTTAAAAATATTATCAGGAAGAAATGTTACAGATGACATTATAGAACAATTGTGTCAATACAAATTCATTAATCCTGGATATTTTGAATCCAATTTAAAAAGTGATAATAAGAAAGCGATAGAAATAAGTAAAATGCTAAATATATCTGTGAGAGATATGGAAATCATAAATGCAGAAATAAATAAAGTTCGACAACAAATATTTGCGAAGAGAAAACCCAATAAGCTAATCGAATATTTCTTACAAAGTAAAACACAATCCTCATATCAAACAAGCAAAAATTATATGATATTACCAAAAGAAGTGAGCGTCCAATCAGGAGGCAATAAAAATGCAAAAGCAGACCAAAAATAAGTTTATAGTTTTAAATTATCGAATTTTAAATATAAATTTTCATATATAAAAATTGAAAAAAAAAGTGCTTAAAAACTATTAATTTATAGTATAGTATCAACCAACAAATGCAAATCTTCGTAAAAACATTAACTGGTAAAACCGTTACATTGGAAGTAGAAGCAAATGATTCAATCGAAAGCGTTAAGCAAAAGATTCAAGATAAGGAAGGCGTTCCTCCAGATCAGCAAAGACTTATTTTTGCAGGTAAACAATTAGAAGACGGCAGAACATTACAAGATTATAATATTCAAAAAGAAGCAACACTTCACTTGGTATTAAGATTAAGAGGCGGTTAATTTTTTTTATTTTTTTGTTTGATAAATTAACAATTTATTCGTTTTATAATCACATTTTATAAAACAAATTTTACTTTATAACAACTCAATGTAATGATTGGTATTAAAATAATAATATTTATTACACTAAAAGAAACAACTACATCATTATTTTTAAGTAAACCATAAATTATGCCAGAAATATCAAACAATAGCACAATTGAATAAAAGGGTATGAGAATATATAATAATAATTTGTCAATTGTAGAACAAATTTTAACGTCGTCATCATAATCTTGTTCCAAAGCAGGAATTTGTCCATTATTTTTATAAATACATTCGTGACAAGCACATTCGTGATAATTGCCATAGTAAATATTACTAATATGATGTTTTTTTCCACACGACACGCAATTAAGATCCTTAACCTTTTTTTTATAATCAATATAATAACAACATTGATAAATTTTACTGAATGCCAAATAACATATTATGAATGGTAAAATAGAGAATATGATAATGTGTATAATAATAAATGCATCCATGGTTTATTTAAATTTATAGTAAATATGTTAATACCTTGTTAATTCAATTTTTTTTATAATATTATTTTATATAATGAAAAAATTAGATTATGTTGTGCAAATAGACAATATTGGAACTCCTTTGGCAAATTCCATAACCATTGAAAATGTGATGGATTTCTGGAAGCTATACAATAACGAAAAATCTGCTTTTCGAAATTGGTACAATAATAAATATAATATTTTGAGTGATATTGCTGATGATCATAAATTTGATACTGTAATTAATAAATATGTTACAGACAATGTTAAAAATTTGATGAATATGTTTAAAAACGATCAAATAAAGAATCCTAATAATTTTTTACCATTAACCAAACCAATAGCAGTTGGAGGAATGAGTACTAAGGACATAAAAGTTTTTGTTTCAGGAATTACATGTTTTTTGTTCAATAAGAGTGTTTCTAATGTTGTTGATCTTCCAATTCCAAAAAAAACGAAAGTCAAACTTTTAGCAAACAAGAGTGGAGAAAAAGCTAAAGTAAGATTAATATACATAATTGAATTTAAAAATAAACAATATGTATTGAAAATAACAAAGAAGACGCCTTATTACGAGAATGAGATTAATATATATGAAGAACTAAATCAGATTGTAGCCAAAAACTCTATTCTGAAAAACAATGTAATAAAAATATTCGGAAAAAACACATTAGATGAAAAATCTGAAAAATTTGTTATAACAATAAATAATGAAAATATTGATGTTTCTGAATCTGAAAATGTATTATTGTACAATGTGATAAAAAAATATTTTAAAGATACGGGTATGAGTAAAATATTTTGTAGTGTTTTGGAATACAATAACGATTATATAACATTGTATACCAAACAAAAGAGTTCAAATCCAGTAAAATATGTTTGTGTATTAGCTGAAAAAGTTTTAGATGCCTTATTATATTTAAATGTTAATTATGGATTTGTTCATTTTGATCTTCATGAAGACAATATATTGATAAACTCAAAAGACGAATTTAAATTTTTCGATTTCGATTTGTCGTCAACAGAAAAGAACAAAAGTACTGAGGCGGCAATTAGACGTTATGCAACTGAAGAATTAAACGAAACTAAAACAGATTCTCACAAATGTTTCGAGAGAGACTCTGTTAAGAATGGTTTTCTTTGTGATTTTTTCAGATTCATGGAAGGTTTAGACATAAATGAACATTTCTGTGATCAAGATAAAGTTCAAAAAATGATTGATATTTATTCGCAACACAAACCTAAAAATATTGACCATTATTTTGTTGCCATTATCAAAGCAGTGGCTAATATGGAAAGTGCAAATGCATATCAAAAAATATTGGAAATATCTAGACAAAATATTGAAATGTATGGTAGAAATCAAAAAGGTGGTGCTTATGACAAATATTTAAAATATAAACAAAAATATTTGTCTCTTAAATCAAAAATTATTTTTTAGATCCTGATTTACCAAATCTTTTTTGGTAACTTCTTTTTTGGCCTTCGCTGACACGTTTACCAAAGTCAGCTGGATAGTTCTTACCTTGGCCAGGAACTCCATAACCCCCCTTTTGCTTGCTAGATTTCTTAGATCCTGATTTCTTGGATCCTGATTTCTTGGATCCTGATTTCTTGGATCCTGATTTGCCTTTGCTGCTAGATCTTGCATTTTGATTGCCTTTTAAACTTTCACTAATATGTTTTTTATGTTCACGGCTCAAACTTCTACCAGTCAACGCATAACTAATATTTTCTCTCCATTCAGGATCTAATACTCTGCCACGTCCTTGACCTGGAACACCATATCCGCCTTCCATATCTCTTTTTTTGCTGGATGATCTTACTTTTCCAGAATTACCGTTGTTTTTTGACATGTCTTATATTATAATCAACGATATTTTTTATAAAAAAAATTGAAAATATTAATTGCTTGAAGATTCCATTAAACAAGGCTAAAATTGTGCATCCAATGCAACATACACCACAACACACTTTTTGTAAACACAACACTTGCCACCAAATTAGGGTGGCACGCGGCAATTTTAGTAGACCAGGCGGGATTGGAATTGCTTTTGTAAATAATTATTATAACAAAGATTATGTCGTTCTTCTTGGAAAAGAAAGAGGAGGTAATTATGCAGGACAATACAATATTTGTTCTGGAAAAGTTGAAAGTCAAGACAATGGCTGTTATATTAAAACAGTCATAAGAGAAGCATTAGAAGAATTTAAAATAGATGTGTCGAACTATAAATATTTTGATCAATGTTTTAAAGCAAAAAATGGTAAAATTCGCTTCTTTATGTTTAATGGAACTCCAATTTTTGTAGGAATCATACAAGGTGTTAGCAGAGCAACTGTAAATAACATCATTGCAAATCATAATCAAAATCCTAACATGCCACACGCATTTAAAGAGATTGAATGTGTTGACTATTTCAAAATTGATGATATGAAACAAGTAGAAAAACGTCCCAGAATATTGTCATCATTTGCAATGGGCGTAATGGGTAATATAAAAAGCAGTAAAATATATTTGACTTAACGTATTTTACTTTTTTATTTATTTTTTTATTTAAAATTGTACAGAAACTCTATTTTGTGAATAGAACATATAAAACAAACAACATATAATAATAATAATAACAACTGAAATTGAAAAACTCATTCCGCCCATACTATTATTCTGAGGAACTTGATAATTTGGGATTGATTCTGCTCCCAAAGCATTTTGACAAGGAGGTTGTCCCATGCCGCCACAGTAACTAACTTGTTGACCCATTTATTTATTTATATATATATGTTATATATTATATTTTTCTTTTATAAAAAAACTAATTTTTAATTAATTTAATTATTTTTAAAAATAAAAAAATATATAAATTTAGTATATATATAAATATGGATACTTGGTTAATAGTATTGATCATAATCATTGTGATATTGTTGTTATGGTTTTTCTTCTTCAGAAATTAAACTAAATTAATCTCAAAAAATGTTATTAATATAAATAATATTAGTAGTATTATAAAATTGAAATAAAAAATATAAGTGTATAGATTATTATTTTTATTAGTTAATGAGTGGATTAGAAAGTTTCATATCTGACCACAATTTAATATTCGAATATCATTCAATGGCTTATCGTTACCATTTGTCTCGACGTTATTTAAATAATCTATTATATCAAAACCTTTTACTACACGACCAAAAACAACATGTTTACCATCCAAATGTGGACATTCAGAAGTAGTAATAAAAAATTGTGAACCATTTGTATTCGGTCCAGCGTTTGCCATGGACAATAAATAGGGTTGATCATGGGGTATTTCAAAATTTTCGTCCTCAAATGACTCTCCATAAATAGACATTCCACCTGTACCATTGCCTCTTGTATAATCTCCCCCCTGTATCATAAAATCTTTTATAATACGGTGAAATGGACAATTCACATACTTTTTCTTATTACATAATTCTCTAAAATTTTTACAAGTAATTGGCACAATATCAGCAAATAGTTTGATAATGATTTTACCGATAGATTCACCATTTTCTGAAATTTCAATAAAAATTAAATCATCCTCAAAATGAACTTTTTTTTTATTTTTCTTATTTATTTTTCTTTTTTCACTCTTCAGAATCTTTTTTTTTGGGATGACAAGCGGAATATTGTCATTTCCAAAATTTTCGTTTGTTTTCTTTGAAAATAATTGATAAACTAAACCTATAAAAAGTAATATAATTATCAAAAACAAACTAACGTCAACTATATTCTCCATTTAATTTAACCTATTATAATAAAATTTTCTTGTCAAACTTAAATTTCAATTGACACATCTATAATATGTTGTTTGTTGTTTTTATTTATTTTTTTATTTTTATTTTTATTACAATATTCTAAATGTTCGCTGGATTTCAAAATTAATTTTATGTTATTACGATTTCCACAATTTGCCGATATAGTTTTTGGACATATAGCATTTTTAATACATAACTGTATTTTACAATATTTGTTTCTGTAATAACAGTTGTAATAAAAATCGGTATTTTGATATGATTTAATAAATCTGATAGTTCTTTCACAATTATTCTCACCTATAAGACTTTTGTTAAATAAATGACATAATTCATTAGAATTAACATAGGCAAACAAATAAATTATTAAGATTGTGAGTACAATACGCATCTTTAAATAGTCAAATCTAGACATAAATTATATAGTAAATTAAGTTTTTCAATTTTTTCTGTCCGAAAATTTGAAAAAAAAAGTGTTGATTATATTCATTCAATAACAACAAAATTAAATAAATCAGATGGATTTGAGAAATTTGAAGATAGTCAAAAATAATGAAGAAATAGAATTAAAATATCCATATGACATATTATTTAAACTTGACGAAGAATATTTTAATTTTTTAAGCCTTCATAAAAATTGCCAATATTTGATTATTTGTTCAAATAATGAGACAATGGAAGGAATGAGAAATTTTTTGAGAGATTTTTTGTTTAATAAAATGACTAATAACAAAATTTTTTTGGATTTAACGAATGCAGATAGTGTTGAGAAATTTATTACAGCTCATAGATTTAATAGTTGCAACATTTATGATTTGTATCAATTAGACAAAAATAATAATAAACGATATACTCAAATAAATTTTAATTTAATAAAAGAAATTAATGAGAATATTATCATTGACATAATAAATCTAATCAAACCAACACATTTTCACCGACCAGATGATATTATAAACTTGATTGATAATTTTTATTGGGATAGCAGCAGTTATTTAAAACAAATATTATTGGAAAAAATAAAACAAATGAATAAAAATATATATTTGGATATGAACAAACCATATAAAGTGCTGACCATTTCATTGTTGTCTGAAATGAAACAGCTTTGGATAAAAAATAATAATTTACTCTATATTACAAATATGGGAAAGAATTTAACAGATGGAACCTTTTATTTGAAAACAATGAGAATGAAGAAAGAAACAGATGAAATAGATTGGACATCGTATTGTAACATACAAAATGAATGTTTGGATCATAATTTGGTGTTTATAGGAGACAATTCAAAGGCAGGATTATTGCAAATTTTGTTGTTAAAAAATTGAATTTATTTATATTTGTCAGATCATAATTTTAATTTATTTATTGATATGAATAAAACTAAACAATTAAATTTAAAAAAATATTATGCAGCATTTGCAGCTTTTAGTGGTAAACAAATATTTTCAAAAAAATCATCGTCATTATTCGAAATAAATAAAGATGGTAAATATGGTTATTTAATAGGAACTGTTCACAATATACCAATTGAGTACTATGGAGATAATATTGGTAATGTTATCACAAACCAAAAAACACTAATTATGGAAGGTATCGGTAAAAACAATAATTCGTATTATGATTCTGATGAAAATATTGATGATTATAAAGTGATATATAATATATTTGAAAAGAATCAAAAAGAATTTGCAAAAGTTGATAAATTTAAGAAGAGTAAATATACGTTATCTCCGTGTCACTTTCTTTGCAGAGACAAAAAATTTAATTCAGTTTTGGAGGATGTGTTATGTATGGAAAGTTATAAAAAAAATTATCAGTCTAAATATGAATTTAATAACCAATTAATATCAAACGTGATCTACTCTTGTATGTGTAGTGATGGAATTGATAATAATTTACGTCATCATTATGAGAAAGTATATGGACTAGACTCCAAAAGCAGATTTATGCATGAATATGCTTGTGATTATATTTCCAAATCTTTCGGATATAGATATTATATGTACTCATTTATATTTAATAAAAATGTGGAAGATATCACAAGTACAATAAATAGATATTCTAAAGATTTGTATCTGTATCGGTCAATGGAAGAAATTGTCGAAGAAGAGTCAAAAAAATTTCATAAAAGAGATACAACTATACTTGACTGTAGAAATATTTATTGGAGAGATGACATTATGAGAAAATTTAATGAGGAAAAGCCATTATATGCAGTTGGCATGGGACATTTGTATGGCAGATATGGAATAATAATTTTTTTTGTTCAAAATGGATATACAATAAAGAATTTTAATACAGGATCAAATAGTTTTGTAAACAACGATGAATTAATAAATAAAATTATAAAAATGTAGAGAAATACATATCAACAATGATATGGTCAATGGCATAATTATATATAATTGTTTATATTTATCAATAAATTTATGTTTGATATAAATACCAGTAATATTTTGGGTAATAAAGAGCCAAAATGCTAAATGAAAAGATAATATTATCAATAAGAGTTGTAAATAATACAGAATCATTAATAAATAGGAATAATTATATATTCCAAATGGTTATATTATCAATTTTTGTAGAGAGAATACATATTTTTTCTTTTAATAGTTTTGTCATCATAAAGATCTTTAGAGTGATTAGGAATAGTGTCAATTGAGTAATCTTTATTTATCCATTTTAAATGCTCCTTTGCTTTTTCTTTATCACAAAATACTAGTGTTCTTTTGTTGGCATTATATCCTGTCATTCTACCTAATAAAGATTGTACAACAGTATGAGTGTATGTACTTTTAATGGTATCATGAACTGCTAATATATATTTTTTCGAAATAGTAATACCCATTCTCATTTTGTCTTTAAGATAAATGATTGTTAACAATTTAGGTTTAACAGACAAAACATCATTAATATTATCCAAATACGAATGATCATAATCAATTACATTAAAATTTATTCCATTATCATCTAAATATTTTTTAATTGTTGACCTGAAACTTTCCTTTTTTGACATTGAGTCTGGCTGTCTAATGATTATATAACCATCCAGATTGTTGTTATAACAATCAAATATTTTTCCAAAAAAGTATTCCAGATTTTTTTCAATTGAAAGATCGCGCGATTGAAAAAGTTTTTTGTTGACATAAATATCATTTATTCCATAATATCCTTTTCTCGGAGGCATAACCACATAAGGCATATTTTGAGCTATTTGCTCATACGAAGTAGCGGAAGTGTGTACCATATATACATTTAGATGTGAATTCCATGGTTTTGTGTAAGATAAGCCTATTAATTCAAAAAATTTATTTCTGGTTTGAGTGATTTGATCAACTGCATGACTTTCATCAATGATAATAATTTTATTGTTAAATTTTAGTTTTACTTTTTTTAAATCTATTTCACTTTCTATAGATTTAAGTATATATTCGATATCGTCAATATGATATATTGTAGTATTTGTTGCATTTATCTTTTTTTTCAAATCATTTTTAAGTTCATTGCACGATCCACAAATTATAACAATAATACCATTAACATTCATTTCTCTCAATTTCAGATCATTATCTAACAATCTTTCGGAAAAATTCTTGATAATATCACTTTTTCCAGACTGAGTTTGTGCCAACACTAAAATTTCTCTGTCACTAACAGTAGTATTTTTTATATTTGAAATAAAATTGTCTAAAATACAATCAGTCGTTTGCACTACAATTTTATCATTGTGATAATTACTTTTGTCAGGTTGACTTATTTGACCCAATATATCATTTAGTCGAGTACTTTTTTTATTAGCTGTTTTTTTTGCACTAGATCTTTCGCTTAAATTTATTTCAACTATAATTTTGGACATAAGTTGATAGCATAAGAATAAATAAAATCATAAGATTATTAATTTTCAATTTTTAAATTCCAATCAATAAATATGTGGAATGGCACATATTTATTGTATTCGTCATTGGAAACCACTACAGCAGGACCATAAAAGGTATACGTTCTGTACAAAAACTTCCAATCATAATCAATATTACCATTGGATCTTATAATAACAAAACTGTTTTTATCAATAATATTTTTCACTGTTTTCCATCCTGCCATGTCATAATATTCTTCTATTTTTTGTTCAGCTTTTTCTTTGCACTCTTTTTTGCCACAAGAAACGTATCCGTGCTTAGTTTCACAATCATAATCAAACACACGAACATGACCAATTGGATTAGGACAAAATTGGCATACATTATACGCTGGAATACAAACAGTTCTGGATGGTTGGGGGTTTTCCGAATAGGCAAAAATTTTTTGCTTAGCCATCAATAAATTTGAATAATCCATAATCCAATATAACTAATTATTAATAAAAGATTCAATCAAATACTTTTATGTTTCAATTTTTTATTAAAAGTTGAAAAACAAAAAGAATGTAAATAAATGCAATATATATTCATAATAAATGAATGCATTGAAATTTTATGGTTTAGGAAGTTTATTTAGTTGGAGTTATTTTAGTCATCATATAAACAAAGAAGTAAGAGAGAACCTACTAAGAAACAGAACAAAAAAAACTGATTGGAATGATGATATATTTGAATTAACCACCGCGTGTGCAATATTATGGCCTTTTCTTTTGCCATCGCATTTATGCGGAAATTTACAGTTATATGTTAAAACCTAGCAGCAAGACTTTGTATTTTTTTTATCAAAAGTTATTTGATGTATATGTGTGCCAATTTCTTTTGCAGATACAATATTGTTTATTTGAGATATTTTATTATTAAATACACATTCCGTTAATTTGTAAAAAATTAGATCAATATTATAATTATCAAGAGCACTAATTTCATAATGTTGCATATTGTTGGACGCAGCAAATTTCTCCGCCGTTTCGATAGAAACCTGCCTGTGAATATTTTTGTCACATTTGTTTCCTATTAGAAATATTGGTATGTCATTGTTAATTCGACTGTTAATCAATTCAGAATACCATTTTTGACAATCTAAAAACGATATATAATCAGTGATATCATAAACAATAAAAGCACCAGATGTTCCAGCATAAAAAATGTTAGAAATGGATTTGAATCTTTCTTGACCTGCCGTATCCCATATTTGTGCTTTAACATTATTGTTGTTAATAATCATATCTTTGGTGTAAAATTCGAGACCAATGGTAGATTTGGTATTATGATCAAATATATTACTCATATATTGCGACAAAATATTTGTTTTTCCGACACCGCTATTTCCTATTATTATAATCTTAAATATATATTGAGGATTCATTTATTCATTAATATTTGACAGTATTTAACTAATTTTTTTATCATAAAAATTGAAGCCTAAAAATCATTGTTGTTCTATTTTAAATATAAAAACAATTTATAACCAATATGTTGATTTCAGATGAAATTATAAAAATATTAAATCAGATTGATACAAAAATGTCTATTGATGAAGAAGCAACTGATCATATAATCGAATTGTTGAGAAAATATCAAAATTTGAATGAAAAACAATTATTAACTATTCTGCCAAATGAATTAAGAAATAATATACTTTGCAAATTGAAAGATTATGATCTTTATCATAAAAATAGTCGCTCATTTTACAGTAAATTTAATAACGAAAAAGAAGTCATTTATGACTATATAATTGGTTATATACTTAGAATAGCAAGGAGTCATGCACAGAACTATAAACATAAAAAAATATCTAATTATCATATTAATGTGGCTATCGCAACAGATTCAAATTTATCGGCATTTCTACCCCAACTAAATTTACCACTAGTGGAATATCAATCATTGGAATCACTTTCCATCCACCTTGATTATTGTCAAATACCAGCCAGACTAGTAAATGAAAGATTAAAATTAAATAATGTGCAGGTTGGAACGGACGTATTTTTAGTAATTTGTAATGTAATTAATAGTTCTAGCAATAAATATTTGAAAGAAAATGATATCATCAATAAAATTAAGTTATTGGGAGGTAACGTTCAAGAAAATGCACCACTAATAAGACAACTTCATGAACATATATTGGATAAAATAATTAATGAATTAAAAAATAATAATAAAAAAATAACTTTTAATTCATTATTGAACGCAATCAAAACAATAAAAAAGGATTTAGACTACTTTTAATCCTAGTTTACTATCAAAATTTATGGATTTTGATTTATGATCGAATGAGTCCTTGCAAAGTTGATCCATCCAATCATCAGTCATCTTATTTACTTTATTATCGTCAATATTTTTTTTGTTTATTGTGTAGAAAAATTGCTTATTTTTAAATGTCATAACTGAATATTTTTTCATATAATGAAGATAATTGTAACAGTATCTTTTGCCATATTCATTTTTACCACCAAATATTATATTTAAACTTGAGTTATAACCATTCGACTGTGCTGATGCGAATTCACTATTATTTTCAGATGCAATAGTATTTACTGTGTTTGATAGTAAATTGAAATTGTAAGTTATTCTTTCGAATTCGTAGAGATACCTTAGCACAGGTAATATACCAAATTCGTAGCACAATATTGATAGATCTTTAGAATTATTGCATTTATTTAACTTGACTTGCTGCTCTGAATCTAATTTATTAATGTATATTTTGGTTTTCTTACAAACTTCATTGTTGAGATTATTGAGATTGTTTAAAATAATTTGCAAATGAGATGTCATTATTATTTGTATTGCTAATTATAATCTGTTTTTATATTAATTTTTTCAAATTTTTTGAAATTCTTTTTTGTTTGATGACTGGTCCAGGAAGTAAACCTTCTTGTGTTAAAGTATTATTGATTATTTTATCGTGTCCACTAAATATCAAATTAGAAGAATTAATATTTGGATAATTGGATAATGATAAATTATATGCCTTTCTATTAACCTTGATATATGACTCTAACACGCCCCTGTTTGAAAATGTAACTGATGGTAATAATGCAACCGGATCTTTACATTTTGTTAATTGTTTTTTTGTAAAAGCTGGTTGATCAATTATATTAAAACTGTATCCATATATATAACCATCTTCTTTGGTCATCAATGCTATAAAAAATAGTGTAGGTGGAAGATCATTAATCTGAACCAATATATTGATATCTAGAGGAGAAAATCCAGCTGGAAGAATTATAGAACTTTTTTGTTCATCCGATAATTCCAGCAAACTAAAGTATATTTTTGTATTTTCAGTCTTTAAGTTCCTGAATAATTCTTTAATGATTTTTTTAACGCTAACTGGTGACGATTGACCTTTGAATTCGGACATTATATATATACATTTATATAAAAATTATATAAACGTAAATATAAACGTAAATATAAACGTAAATATAAACGTAAATATAAACGTAAATATAAACGTAAATATAAACGTAAATATAAACGTAAATATAAACGTAAATATAAACGTAAATATAAACGTAAATATTGAAAAATTTAAATTTAATTCATCATAACCAAATATTTTAACATAAATGAGAATAAAACCACAAGATTATATTGTTTTTTTAAAATCAGTAGATAACGAATACTATAATTTGTCACAAGTAAACGCAAATTCATTTCCATTTATATTTAACAGAATAATAAATGGCTTAGAGGAGAAAATGTTAAATTGCGAATAATAATATGACACTATACTATTACACGATGGAAGTACCTTTTGACTCGAAAAATATTAATGATTTCTTTGAGATTTTGTCAGAAAATTATTCGAGTAAAATAACTATTGAGATTTTGTCAGAAAATTATTCGAGTAAAATAACTATTGAGATTTTCCAAATTATGCAATTTCTCCAAATTCCTGAAAGCGAAATATTAGGATATGTTGAAAGAAATGGCATAAATGACAGTTTATCTGAATATATATATCAAGAAATAGATTATCCAAAAAAAAATATTTATTTAAAACATTTATCAAAAAAAGAAGTTTGTAAAATATTTTGTCATATTGCTAGATATCTGAATTGTAATAGTAATAATCTTACTTATATGTTACTAGTGAATGATATGAATGCCGACGACAGTGACGAAATAATTATAAATCGTAGTATTAATGATATTATCAGTCTGAGAAGAAAACAAATAATACTAGATAATGTGTATTTAGAAATCAAAAAAAATAAGGTTAAGATTGTGTGTCTGAATATCAAAAATTTGATTAGTAAGGATGGAAATATTGATGTAAACATCGACGTAAATAATATTAACATTTATGATAAAGAAGAAGACCAGGTTGTTTATGTTCTTCAAATCGATGAAAATAATATAATAACTAATACAGATACTGAAAATGGAGAAATAAAGTTGAGTAAATATATATTTGTGTATTATTGAAATTTTGCTTATGCTGAATGTGTCAAAAAATAACTATAATTGGTTCCACAAAAGAAGTTCTATTGTACATAAGAGATTAATTCTCAAGATTTATAAAAAAGTTGAATAATGTAAATATTAGATTGTTTTTTAAAAAGGCAATATATATACAATAATGCATATTATTACTAAAATTTTTGATTCAATTGTAAAAATTGTTTTAGGAGGATATTCCAAAAAATTAACTATACAAGAAAAGTTTATAGAAGCCTGTAAAAACAATGATATTAGAACTGTAAAAAGATTGTTATTAAAAAATGAAATAGATGTGAATAACATAAATGGTGAATATTGTCCACTCATAGAAGCAACAAAAAACAATAATATTGATCTTGTTAAGATTCTATTATCTTACGAGGATATAAATGTAAATTTTAGAGGATTATATCAACCTCCATTATTGATAGCTAGTGTATTAAATTTATTGGAAATAGCAGAATTATTGCTAAAACACAAACTAATAAATATAAATCAAAGTGTCAATTTAAACACGAATGCTCTCCATTTAGCATGTATGGAAAATAATTGGAATATGGTTAAAATATTATTAAAATATGGTGCCGATTGTAATTATAATAGTCATAATAATCAAACGCCTCTTATATTAGCCTGTATACGTAATAGTTATGAATCAGTTAAAATACTATTAGAACAACAAAATATTGAAGTTAACGCAAAAGATTTCTATGGATTGTCCGCAATTCATTACCTATGCACAAGTAATAATAAAAAGAGTTTGCGAATTTTAGGATTATTGTTGAATCATTATGACATTAAAATAAATATAAAAGACAAATTAGATAATACTCCATTAATATTGCTGTGTAGTCAACATCGTCATCCAGACAATTTAAATATCGAAAAAGCGAAAATGTTATTGTCTAGACCAGATATTGAAATAAATGCTAAAACAGTAAGTGGTTATACAGCACTTTCCACTAGTATTAGATGTGATTATGTCAATATGATTAAATGTTTATTAAAACATGAGGATATAAATGTAAATTTGAAATGTAACTGTGGATTTTCTGAACTAGAAAAAACTGGTAAATACAAAAGTTTTGAAAGTATGCTGTTGCTGTTAGATAATCAGGAGTTGAATCCGATTGAGAATAGAACAGAAATAATTAAATCATTTTTAGTGGATATTGAGCAGAGAGATTATTTAATTGACAATATGTTACTCTATAATGGCTTTAAGCGTCATGGTAAACTGTTTATCACAGCTGCATTGTCTATTGATTGTATCGAAACTAAAAAAGAAGTATTAAAAAAAATTTATTTCAAATTAAGTCCTGAAGATAAAATTATGTCAGGTATGGTTTTAAAACATTATAAGGATTCAAAAGGACATTTTGGATATTTTATTCAAAATGTTATTCCTTCAATTCCAACAGCACGTGACGAAATGTCTTATAAACCTTCTGGTATTGTTGGAATTTGTAACAGTTATTCTTTAGTAAGAGAATTATATTGCTATTCTAATATTGACGTTAATATTGACGTTAATATTGACAATAACGATATAAAAAAATTAAAATTTTTATTCGGAACAAACAACACAAAAAAATTTGATCGAGCAGTTACAGAATCATTAAGATTAGAAGAAATTAACGCATAATAAGATTCACAAAATTTAAACATAGTTATTATTATTTTCTTTATATATTCATCAAAAAAGTTGAATTTATAAAATCTTATCAATTTATTTACCAAATTGAATGCAAACATCATTATTAAAAATTTTATATGGAGTAATTGATTTTGGTTTATAATACATCAGACTCACATTTAGCATAAAATCATCGTTAACATGAACATTTATATTAATTTTATTATCATTTTTGGATATATCAAATTGAATATTTGGTGTATTTATTCTATCATTTTTTATTTCATTAAATTTGACATTATTTTGTAAATATTCGAATAACATCAAAAATTCATTATTGGCACACATATAATTTCGTGGACGTCTTCTTGTTTTATACTCATTATAATCTTTTTCATCACATTTGTTTCTAAAAAGAAAAACAATATAATTTATGACATCTTCTTCATCACAATCGAAAAATTCGTTTACACAATTTACGCAATTCAGCTGAGTACCATAACCATAATTAGTAACCATCCCGGATGAACACACTAAACTAAATATATATTTCATGAACTAATAATATTTATAATTTGGCATATGAATAAACTTTAAAATAATCAATTTTTTATGGATCAATGAAATATTGAACAATCATGGCATTCGAATCATTGTGCAAAAGATAATGACAATGAACAACAGCTCCAATACCTGTTAGATTAGGAGTTTCTGTTTGATCGTACGATGAGTAATATGGCCAAGTCAAATCAAAAGACACTATTTCTTGTGGACCTACCTGATAAATATCTCTAGAGTATATTAATGGATCATAAGAACGTTTACTATTTACCAAATTAGCTGAGTTATATGTTGAATGTACAGAAGTGAATCCGGATGTCATATGAAAATGTAAAGGATGCGAGTCATTTGTATCTCCATTAGTATATACCCATTTTTCTGTTGAATTTAGTTTTACAGAGAAAGAATTAAGATTATCATTCAAATATCCGTCGTATAAACCAATATATGTTTGAATTGGTTCAATAATGAGTTCAGCATTTCTTTTCATACATGCAACAGGTAATTGAACATTACCATCTGAAGTAGCGTAAAATGGGAAAATCTGTTGGATTTCAGCATCATATATTCCATAAATTCCAACTTCATCACATCTTATATATTGTGAATCGTTTTTAATAGGCGGTAATCTGTTTAAATTATTGTACAATACATTTTTATGTTTTCTTTTTTGTTTAGATATAAAATCAGTATTAGAATTATTAGAAGCAGGTAAATTATTACCAGTCATTGGTTTTCCAAAAAATTGCAATAATGGCCATCTAGCCAAAAAGCGAATCCAATAGTCGGAATAATTAGTGGTTTTTATGACAGCAGATTTAATATACAATGTTTTTTGGTACATAAAGTCATATTCGTAAGGGAAAAATGCCCAATCACAATAAATAATATCACTCAATCTAACATCATTTCCTGAAATATTAACCATAGTATTACTAAAAGTATCATTTGCAGTATTTATCCATTCCTGTATATTTAACAATTTGTTGGATGGAGTAGGTGGAAATATAACTGTTATACTGGATAATGGTATTTTAGTTGTATCACCATAAGCAACTTCATCTTCAAAAAATTCAATCAGTAAGGTATCATTAGAAATCATAGCAGTATTTGAATATTCATCATTTGTTTTATATATTCTAAATTTACTACTTGGTAAAGTAGATGGTTTATAATTGTTGGGATCAAGTTTGTATTGTTTTAATGCCCAATCAGTATCCAATTCAGATGAATTCCACAAATCACACATTATTCTGATTGTTCCATTGACATATTCAGTTGTTCCATAAATATTGCCATTTGCAATAGTATTGACATTTCCACTACCTTCTGAAAAAAGCAATAAGTTGCGAACAGGATTAACTATTTTATCAGATATTTTAGGCAAATTGTAAAAATATTTTTTGTTCAAAAGAGATAAATAATTTATTGAATTATTATACTCAAAACCCGATTGGTCAATAATTGTTTTATTCTTATGATAATTTTTTTTTCCAAATACAATTTCTCTGATTTGTGTAATAGTGTCATCAAGGGATATTTTTTCATTACCATCCATGATAATTTTTAAGAAAGGTTTTATAGTGTATCTTTGAGGAATTTTTATATTGCCATTATTTAACACTTGTTGAACTTGAGGAATCAGAGGAACTATGGGATAGTTTAGATTACTGTAATCTTGTTGTTGGTTTTGTTGGTTGGGATCTGGTATTGGTGTTGGGAAAGGAGTTGCATTTTTGACATTGATCATATCTGGTATAGTGGCAGTTAAAGTGGTATTGTTTGGTTCATTTGGATAAGTCAAATTTGTTCCAAATATTTCCGTCAAGTCGAAATTATAAAAAAATAAGTAGGCTTTATGATTTTTAAATTTGAGTAGATCAATAACAATACCCATTCTACTAACAACAGGAACAGCCAAGATTTTTCGCTTATTTGGATTCAATAAACCGCTATCTACTTGAACCTGATAGAATGATTTTATGGTCTTGTCCTCATCACAAACTCCTAAATAAAATACGCGCGAATTTATAGAAGCGTTCAGTATATCAATCTTCACCAAGTTTTTGGTTGTAGTATGATATAAAGAGTCAACATAAGGAACTTTTTTATTAGAATACCAATTCACAGCCGAAATACCATTTATAACAGTAAAATTTGATCTACCAAAAAAGGTTGTTAGATTTTCAAAAGTTTGTGTTCCTTTATCTGTTAAATCCATATCCAAAGCTTCTAATAAAATATTATTGTTTCCATATTCAAATTTTTCAGTTAAACATTTTGTTTTAGAATCGACTATTTGTAATAATCCAACGATACCAGCATATATTAATTCCATAGAAACAAACATATTGTGACCGTGGAACCACAATAATGACGAATTATTTGTAATTTTAGGATATTGAAATGTAACTTTAGGACCTAGTATAGTACTATTTCCTATGAATACTTCACTTGATACACCGTCAGTTGATCCAACTGTGTTCAAACCATGTTGATGAATATTAAAAGTATATTTTGTTTTGTTCTCAAAAGTGATGGTTGGGGTGGAATTTTGATGAAATCTCATAAAAGGGAGTCCATATGTAAGTTTTTGTATTTTCTTGCCATTTACATAGACTTTTGATCCAAAAATTGGCTGTTTCATAACATCTGTGCCACTGTATTTTGCATCTGATGCAAATTTATGTTTGGTATTTTTTATAACTATTTTAATATCATCGTTTTTATCAAATTTTGAGAAATCAATGAGTTGTGGTTGAGGTAATTTAACGTGATTATGCATTACAACTTGTATATATATAAGTATATATATAAAAGTATATATATTGTCGAAAACTTAGTGTATTACTCTATAGGTATTAATGCCATAATTTGTCGATCCACTTATTATTAATTGTTGTTTTATCCATTTTTTCCAACTATGAAGACTGTTTGAAAACATAATAGCAGATTGCCACGACGCCGGAATTGATTCCCAGAAAGAATATTTAAGTGTTTTTACTACATTACTTTCTAATGGATATATAGTGGAAGATCCTGGAAAGAAGATATTTATTCTAGTTGTGGCACTGAATTTTGAAGCAACATCAGCTGATAGTGGACCAACTTCAATGAAAAATATTAATCCATTATAATTATTATTGATTTTGGACGTAATAAATTTTTGAGTATTTAAATTATTGGATGATATAAATATTGTTTGAGACTGATTAATTAGAGGTTCTAGAATTTGCCATTGCTGTTGTGAAGTGTTATCAACGTCTATTATCTTTACTCCTGCATCTGAAAACATAGCGACCATTTCGCTGTAATATTCTCCAATACCAGAATATATGAGATAACAATCTCTGTTTCTGGCATTAGAGAATCGCAACACTTCTCCAAAAAAATAAATATTATTAGTCAAACCAAAAAATAAATTAGAGGGAGCAATATTTCTAATGGAATCACTAGTGGAAAGAACAGAAACAAATATAGCATCACAACATTTTCTAATGGTATCGAGTAACGATGATAATGTGCCGCTTGAAACATTTAAAATAAATTTTTTGATTCTTGACTTATAACTTTGTTTAATTATATTAATAATTTTTTTATAATCATCAGTCTGGTATATTTTAAGATGCTTAATATATTTAAAACCATTAACTGGTAATGGAGACCAATAATCTTGAATAAACACACCTTTAGTCATAATAAAATAGTCTGATAAAAAAAGTTTAATAATATTGACTATCATCATCACTATCATCCATATTAATATATTCTGGTTCATGATATTTAACATAATTTTGATACTCATTGGATATATCAAATTCGATCCAATTCTGATTAAATTGTTCAATAGTAGTATAGCCAAAGAATTTATTAACCAATAGCTTTCCATTTTTTGAATCATATATTGCTTTTTTACTTTTTATTCGATCGATTTTTACTTTTTCAAGATTTTTTGGATTTATTGGTTTATAATATTTTGGATCACTTAGAGCCAAAAGTAATTTAATGTCAATGTAAATATCATAACAATGATAAAATTTTTCTGTGGTGTTTAATACATAATGAAGTGGATCAAATTCCATATAATCAACGTCATAGCATCCATATTCTTTTATAGTGTCATAAGAATAATCGAGATATCCCCATTTGTTGATAATGGAATCTATATTTTGTACATAAAGAACTTTACCATTATAGTAATTTTTACAAAATGTAAAAGATCTCGCAAAATTTATTTTATTAACTGTTATTAGTGAAATTTCATCGTAATCACCTGGACCTGTTATGCTAACATATTCATTATTGCCAATATATCCACAATATTCTCTTCTATCGTAGCTATACCGATTACTACCAGAATTTTTGGCTCTAGAATAACTATTATATTTTTCTAAAATTTCCCATATGTCATGGTACACTGAAGATTGGCGAAAAGATTTATCAGTTTTAACAGATTCAACACATATCTGTACAGGACAATCGTCTAAATATTCATCATTAATCGCCTCGGCAATACTATAGCCAACTATATACACATTGGTATTTTTTTTGATAAAGTCTATTATTTCTCTTCCGAATTGTGAATTTAATTCCAAACCAACTTTTTTGTTCAAAATTCTGGCTAATTGACTGGATATGGAATTTTGTTTAATGGTATAAAATTGTTTATTGACATATCTAAGATATAAACAATCAATAAAATCCATATATGAGGCTATTATTTCTATTAATTCGAAAGGTATCATCTTAATTATTATGGGGTAAATAAAAGATAATTAATGTTTTATTTTTCAGCTTTTTTAAAAAATTGAAAAATCTAATAAAAATATAATATGTCGTTAATAATCTTTTCAATAGAATGAATAACATATTTAATAGCAATAATGATCTTTTTATTGACAATGATGAAAAACATAAAAAGTTTTTGGATACACATAAAAAAGAGATTATAGATGAAGCAATTAAAAAAACTTTATTCACTGTTAGGTATGAAAATAATGTTTGTTCTTTGAATTTGTATACTAAACTTTTTCCAGATGATGTCAATATGGAGAAAAATATGGCGTCAGAGTTTGTTCTGAACTCTGATGCAAAATATTTTGACATAATGAAATCTCATCTTCGAGAAGAATATTTGAACCAACTCACAACAACAAAATTATACATAGTACCCGGAGAAAAAATAAGGATGATTTTTGATGCAAATAAAAAACCATCCATAATATTCAATAATAAATATGCTGCTCCCAACAACAGTTCGATGTATTATGTGGCGACTCCAGAAAAAATTGGATCATATAACTTTGCAAAGAAATATGATTTAGACAAACTATTTCAATGTAAATGTGTCATAAATTATCCTATTGACACTATGCCAGGACATAACAAGACAGTATCCAGTAATATTTATATGATAGGAAATGATAAAACAATGAATTGTTCAGAAATAAGACACATAAATAACTGGTTGTTTAAAGAAATATACAATGAAGACAATAAAATACCTCATTTTTTAAGTAGCTGTTTGAGAGAAAACGAAAATTTGATTGATTTAAACTCATGTTAAAAATTGAAAAAATAATATTATGTTCACTATTCTTTAATATTGAGTAAGCCATAAAATGAAAAATAAACTTTTTTGTCTCATTTTTGCTTTATTTCTGTTTTTATTACTCATATTCACAGGATTTTTAATTTTTAATATTATAAATTCTAGTAATAGTTTCCTAACAACAAAAGTCACAATTTTAGAAAAAAATCAAACAGTAATAAAAGAAATTTGGGACAATTTTAATTACACAGGTGCAACGGCAAAATGCAATAATCATTGGGAAAGAGTAAAATGTAACCATGAAATAGAAGGATATACTTGCTATAAATTCAATATTGTTACAAATGGTAAATTAGAAGTACAATGTAGTAATTCTAATAATACTATCGTTAGTTCAGAAACTATTGGATGGAAGAAAAATGATGTAGATATGTCATATTATAATGGTTATCAATCTAATACTTTGACAATTGAAATTAGTTTGTTACGAAACAATGTAAATGATAGTGAACTACGTGCACTGTTTTCATATGACACATTAGCAAACCAAAGTTGTAATAATTTTATGATGGGAGATAGTTGGAAAGAAAATCAATCCGTAAATTATTACAGAATCAATCAAACAGAGTTTTTGTCTGGAAGTGAGTTATGTAGCAGATCTAATAAATTATTGGAACGTCACACAAGTTATGAACCAATATATTCAGACATGATTCACACAAATATATTTAATCTAGTTATATTAATATTATGGTTAATATGTCTAACATCTATATTTTTGTTATTAGCAGGTGGTCTAGTATATCGCAATTTTTGTGTGGTAAAAAAGAAGGAAGAGCAACAACCAGTAGAAGACATAAATAATGTAACTATCTAAGTTTAATTATGGCATTCGATTAGTTTATTGACAATAATATTATATATATTATCACCAAAAGATTTTGCGCTGTGCTTTTGTGTATAATAATTCTTGCCGTCAATATTTGTGAAATCTTTCATTTTAGATACCATATTGATTTTATCGATTATATCAGTCGTTTCTAAACTTGTTTCCAAAGCATAATCAATATCACAATTAGTTATTATGAATTTTCCGTTCATAATGTAATTGACGCATATATAAGAATCATAATTATGTTTTGTTAAATATATTCCACACAATAAATCTTTTACGAATTTACTATTGTCAATTATAGGTTCGTAATGAGGTACAATATTAGATATATTTTTTTCTTCATCTGTTCTGATATATCCTCTTTCATTATAAAAATGGTATTCGAATTCAGGTGTTTGTTTTATCACTGACAATAGTATATCATATTGGTACAAATTTTTGTTATCATTTGGCATATAACATCCTATTTTATTTTTGTTTATTTTAATATACTCAGCAGGTTCTTCATTGATATAATACGGAAGTGGACACACGATACTGTTTAAATTGAATGATGCGTTTATAATTTTCGAATGATATTCAGTATCAGACAGCAATATACATTTTTTGTTGTTTAAAAAATTAATCAGGTTATCTTTTGTGTATAGTTTTTTATTATAAAATAAATCATATATATCATCACCAATTACATAAATAATCAGGAACATGATTTTATTTAATAAATTATTGTATTGCACTAAAAATTTCACAAAATCATGAATTCCGTAAATAACAGTAATTTTGTTTAACACAGATGATTTGTTATTTGGTGTAAATGGATTGTATGTTGTAAGATCGTTGTTATATTTTAAAAAATTTTTTTCTCTTAAATCAATAAAATGTATATCCATATCATCCTTGTGACAATACAAACGAGCATTTTTATGTAGTATAATGTCTTTTGGATTGATGCACTCAACATCATCAAATTTTACACTTATTTTATTGATTATTAATATATAGTTAACATTACTGTTGAAGAACAACATTCCGAAACTTATAGCACTACCAGTGCCATATACATCAAATTGAAAGCTTTCCTGTTTACCGCAATCTAGTATGTGTTCTCTGGGAATCATTTTAATATTCTTATCACTTTCACAGTAAACAAAACATTTGTCTCCTTTTAATAAGCTTGCTTCAATAGTGTACCTATATAATTTATCTCTTTGCGTTAATACTATAAAATAAAATCCAGAAGATGGAATTTGTGAGTTTGAAGTTATGACAAAATTATTCATATTAACGATATCCTCTATAATATACAAATAAAATATATATATATTATTATAGTGCTATGATTGGGTTATTAGAATTAATAGAACTGTTGTCGGTTTATTATTGTGCCGCAACTCCACAAACATATATAGCAAAAACAGGATTTGGAGTAAATACCATTAGGGTATCCAAATCAACATTAAAACTTCCTTTTCAAAAAGTAACTAAGATTAATATTGCTCCTCAAAATGTCGATACAGAGGTCAATGTTATAACTCTTGACTTATATCAGATAAAAATTCCTGTATCATTCACTTTAGGAATCAATAAACATGAAGTGGACAAGCATATTACAAATGCAAACATAAAAAAGTTTGCTGTATTTTACATCAAAAATGATGCTTATACTACAAAAATGATTCTCAAAAATATAGTCGAAAGTTCTGTAAGTGAAAATGTCAACAATATGAAGTTAATAGAAATATTCACAAGAAGAAATGAAATAACTAAATCAATAATAAATACTATTAATAAAGCTCTTATGATATATGGATTACGAATTTATTGTGCAAACATTAAAAATATTTCTGAACAAAATTCATCAACTTATTTCTTCAGAGAATTACAATCACTTATAGACAATAAAGGAAACAGTATTGATGATAATATGAGAAATAATAAAAAGTTAAGCGATTTAAACTTTGAAAATTATTTATTCTATGATGACGCAAATCCCGAAAAAAGAAAAAGTAAAACTTTAGTAACTAGAGAACCAGAGGAAGAACAAGATGAACCTGAAGACGATGAAAAATTATTGGAAATTATCAATTCACAAAAAATGGAAATTAAGAAAAAACAAGAAGAAATCAATTCTTTACAACAAAAAATTAACTCTCCAAAAGTTACTCAAAAAACTTTGCCAAATATTTCCTTCATAAGAGAATCAACCATAGATCATACAGCAGAGCCAGAGAAAAAGAAATCTTTGACAGGAGCTGACGTTGTAAAAAAATTTCTAGATTTTAAAAAAGAGAAAGAAATGAGTGCAAAAAGAGCCACCAAGACTATCAATGTAGATGATGACTTTCAAGTTTCACCCAAAAGCAAAAGTGTATTAGAGGACATTACACCAGGATCATCAGTTGAATTAATTGATGTCAATCTTTATAATCCAAAACAAAAGAACTATAATGTCACTGTAACAAATGATATTCCTGAAGAAAGAAAAGAAAAAGTAATAAGAAACTCAAATGTAGAACATAACATGACTGTATCTGAATTACGCGACTATTTTAAGAATAAGAGCACTGAACACAATGTTATATAAAAATTGATTTTTATAATGTCTATTTAAAACATTTAATATAATGTTAAATACGTATAGAAAATGTTATTATTGGGATGTTTATATGTGTTACATATACACATTTTATCAATGATAGTTCTTTATGCTTCTCCATTATGGCTTTTAACGACTGTGTATTGGATATCGGCTTCAACCATCATTTTTATGAATTTGGTTATATTGTTCGAACTATTTACAGCATATTGTATAGCGAGAAAATTAGACAAACGGAAAATAAGCTATGACATTGAAAAATTAAATAAATCAGACATAAAATTAGGAATTTTGATTCCTGCGTATATGCCAAATGAAAAATCAATTATATATGATACTCTGACTCATTATTCTTCAAATGTAGATTATGTTGGAAAAGTAGTGGTATTATTAGTGTATAATGGAGATTGTCCGGATGACATTATGTCTAAACTTAAAAATGTTGATTTTCCTTCAAAAGTAACTTTTCGTCACATAAATAATCATAATAGTAAATCAAAGGCTGAGAATGTTAATTTTGGAATAAAAATGTTAGAAAACGATTTTTCTTGTAATTATATAGCGATATATGATGCAGATCACAAACCAGATAAAGAATGTTTTGTTCGTGCGTTGAGTATATTAGAATTTAAAGAAGGTAAAGTAGTTCCAGAAATACCTGCTGACCAATCGTATGATGTTGTTCAGGGCAGATGTCGAGTCAGAAACAATTTTTTGAATGATATGGAATTTTCAGAAATGTATCTGGTTTATCACGTTGCTGGATCATTCTTAAGGCAATTTTCTTTGTTCGGAGGTTCAAATGCAGTTTGGAGAACAAAAGCATTGTTTAATACAGAAATGGACATGCGTATGTTAACAGAAGATATTGATTCAGGATTAAGGGCACATATGGGTAGTTATAATTTGGGATATTGTTATGATATGGTTAGTAGTGAATTAGCACCGACATCAATTCTATCATTGTACAAGCAGAGACTAAGATGGGCACAAGGATGGTTACAAGTCACATTGCGTCATTATATAAACTTTATTTTAAAAAGTGGATCTTTATGGGAAAAAATAGTTGTTACATTTCTTCTACCTTTCAGAGAATTTTTCCATTATGGCGCGATACATGTTGGTACATCATGTGTAATATATTTGATCAAATATGGATTCAACATTGAAAATTTATATTTGCTTCCATTCACAGTCGTGGTAATAATCATAAATGGTATTAAAATGTTAATAACTGAGTTAAATTATGGAAAAAGAAGACCATTGCATCAGTATGTTATATATTACATTCTTTTACCTTTTTATGATATGTTTAAATTGTTCGTAATGTTGGGGTCTCATATTCACGAAATATATGACGATCAAGCTTGGAGAGTTACTGTCAGATAAAAATTGAAATATTATTTATCTGTAAGTATCTTAATTAATTTATATTATAATAATGTATAACGCTCTCAACATTTTCTTTTACTCTTTAATAAACTTTGCGTTTATTATTCCAGTAGCAATTGTTGTGACGTTTAAAAATTCTTTTTGTGATAATGTTTTAGGTATTTCTGTGGCTAGCTTTGCTTATGTCAGCTGTTCTGTTTTTATTTCTTTCATCGCATTATGTTCTAATATATCTAGTATAACACTATTGTACCAAAAATATATGACACAAATAGCTGTTGGTTCATTGCTATATTTTATAAATGTCACATCCAGCGTTATTGTGCTTGCTTGGACAATAATTGTGTGGAATAAGAGTGACGAATGTATATTTAGAATTATATCCTATATTGCTTTGTCATATGGTATTGCAATGAATTCGTATGTTTTAGGTTCATTCTTTATCAAAATGTTGTTGCGCTGTGTGTATGTGTCGAGAAGATTCGAATTATGAAAATTGAAAATTTTGTTTATTGAATATCATTAGTTACATCATAAAGTATAAATGAATAAATATTATACGTTTTATTATTCGTTCATTGCACAAATTATGCCTAAATTTTATATTAAACTATACAATAAAACTGATGATTTGAATCACATAAACATCAAAAGATATGATAGTAGAACATTGGAGTATTTTGATGAATTATATGGAGGTCATTATGATGGATTTTTACCAAAAGAAATTTACTTCATTGAAGTTAACCATGATTTTAATAACATAATCATAAAAGATCTTATTGATTGTTCATCATGTGATTTTACTAAAAATGCTGACACTCTCAAAATTTCACTTAAGAAAAATAAGGAATTATATTTATGGTTGAATGAATTTAACAATAGGGTAAAAAAATGTATTGATAATTATGATTATATCATTTGTGATGAAATACAAATACCGTTATTAAATTCGTGCAAAGTATTTCCAAATAATTACCCGGAAAAAGAATATTTTAAAGGTTATAGTTATATCTATTACATTGACAACAATCGTAATATTAATGTTGTTGAGAATGTTATTGATTTTTCACAAAATAAATATATTAATTTAAAAGTTTTGCCAACAGTCACATTGAGAGATAATAATTATGAATTAGTTTTATTGGCAACTGAATTGCGAGTTGAGGATAAAATACAGTATCCTTACAATTTTAACAATAAATATATGTGTGATCTAATTATTATTTATTGACCAAATAAAATAAATCTCTTATAATAATTTGTTTATAACTCAAAAAATAATAATATTATTGTATATATATAACAATAATAATGTCTAACAGTAACAGTGCAACAAATGGATTCGGAAGTTATAATGGGTTTGTTATAAATCCCGATAATGGTTATTATTATGACCAATATAATTATAACTCACAAAATGGAGTTTATGACTTTAGCAATCAAGCAAAAACTAACTGTATGCAATCTTCATATTTGTATAGCCCAAATATAGGACAAGGCAATGTAATTAATAATAATTTACCAGGAGGATATAGTGGTACAAACTTATTGCCACGAGATGTAATTAGATTTTTGAGAAATATTTATGATACAACTGAAACATCTTTATTGGCCGTTTATAATATTCAGGAACAAGTAGTTGCTGGTAGAAATTATAAAATGACAATAAAATTATTGTACAAATCTTCTTGCAAAGTCACCTATTACAACGTAACTTTACAGCAAAATTTACAAGGTGAAATTATTGTCGGAAACACTGCTTTAATTCAATAAAATTTGAAAATTGTATTAATTGATAATATCTAAATAATAAAAAATAATAATATAATGTCATTTAATCCTCAACAATATTTAGAAAATAACTCTGTTCCAATTAAAGGAGTAGAATTATTGAAACATATTTTTCGTGATAACAGTAATGGATTTTACATACAATCAACATTAAAAATTTATTCCAATGATCAAATGGATGATAAAAAAATTGCAATAATAGATTACCTATTTGATCAAATGGAAAAACACATAGATTGGATAGAGGATACAAAAGCAGACTTCAGTGACTTTTTTCAAGAGGGTATTAGATTGTGGAGAGAAAAGAAATCCGATTATTTGTTTCACAAAACAATAAAATTTATAAAGGAAAATAATTTAACTAATTTATTGGAATGTCGAGCACAACTTAAACATCATAAATATTTGATTGAAGGAGATGTGGACAATTGGATTGTGTGGATGTATAATAATAACAGTAGTTGTATAGGTAACACTGATTTTGATAAAGATATAGTTGCCATGTATAATCATATACAATATCAAAAGGAATTGAACATTAAATTAAATAACAAGAAGAAATATGAACAATTTGAAAAAAAATTGAAATATTTAAATGACTGAAAACCTTTTATTTATATCCCAAATTAGTCTTATATTATCCAATATAGTGAGTAGCGACTCTATATTATATAATATTATGACTGCATGGCACTATGGAACCAAGTAGTGTCTCATAAATTTAAGGTTGGAAGTCTAATGCCATTTCCAAAGGCGTTATTATAAGATATTATAATAATGTCGACTTAAATTGTTGATATGGAACTGTAAAAGTGATTCAGCGAGAGTAATAACTCTAAATCACAATTCGAGCGGTATGGATAAGAGCCTATTTAAGACTCTTTGGCAGGGACTATATACGCAGAATCAGTTTAATTCTATATTGTTCGTGGATAAGAATTATAGCATTCGCAGGGTTATCCGGTACATGAACGCTATCTTCAAACGAGAGGATAGGCTAAGCTTTGTATAAAATATGTACACTTGTATAGTTAGAAGAGTCATTTTTTTTTATAAACAAATTTTTACATATAATACATTTCTTCTTCTCTAAGAGAAATAGTTTCTATATCAATATTGCCACATTTTTCATAATAACTTTTACTTTGAATTATGCGATTATTGATGTGAACCAAATCAGGATATTCATCACTAATCAAAAATTTTTATTATTGTTTTATCCAAATCATACGGTGGCGGATAAATTATGACAACACCATCATCCTCATCTACTTCTATATAATCATTATTATCAAATTTCTCCTTCACATATTTATCTTTTTCTTTATTGTTTTTTTTATCTGTGTATAAAATGGATCACTTAAATACCAACAAGAAAGGTAATCCATGTAACATCAAATCCATAATCGATATATTTAACAGCCTTTTTTAATATATTATCTAATAATCTACCAAGATCATTATTATTTAAACGCCCCATTTATTGACAATAGAATCTAAACTTTCCGCATAGAAAGTTTTGCCATCATAATAATTATTACAAAAAGTGAAAAAAGGAGATTGCTCTGTTCTGACAGAAAAACTATATGGAACTGCCACTATATTTACAATGTAACTGAATTCATTATAAAATTTTTGAGAAAAACAAAATTCAATATCATAACTTATGTTATCCATTGAGCACAAATAAAAATCAAATTTTGTTAAATAATCATATAATTCAATATATAGAACAGAATTATCAGTATCTCTTTTACATTTATCAATACAGTCATAATCATGTTGATGACTATTAAGATCAAAAAATTTGGAATAATCCAAAAAAATATCAATATCAGATTTTGGAAAAGACTCATTATTTATTGTTTCAATAATTGTTGAACCGCCCAAGCACAATTCTGGATATTTTTTTATAATTTCCATTATCCTTCACCAAATTTTTTAGAATCAGTTTTTTTATTAATCCTGTGTATTAGAGAAGGACATATACTACTTTGTTTTATTTTACTGTACTCTTTGCAAGTTAGTCTTAACATAAAACAATCTAAAAAATTGCTATATGAAGCAACAATTGACACAACATCAACGTTCATTGTTATATTAAATGTCTTTGAAATCTAATTGATAACCAACAAACAAAAAATATTTTAAATTTTTAATAGAAAATATTGAAAAATATAAATGTCTGGAATTCTCTTTCTTAAGTTGATATTGTTGTTCTATAATGAATTACCTCAATGCTATGATAGGACCATATAAAAGTATGGTCTACTTAATCACAAAAACTTTTCTCTTAATCATCATATTTATGATGGTTCTTTATGGTTTCATTATAATGAGTAATCTCAATTAAAATTGAAAAATAAAGAACTTGTATAAATTTTTTTATTGTATATAATTGTAATAAGATGGATAAAATAATAACTCTATTGTGTGCATTAACCTATGCAGTAATTTTCACTCTATATTATTTGGAAATAACATCATATTCGGGATGTTTATTCTTTCCCATTGTATATATTGGGCTATCAGGTTTTGTTGTTGGATTGGTCATTGCCAAATCAATTGATCTATTAACAAATGTTCTCAGGAAATTATTAGAGTCATGGAATAAACCTAATGATGTTAATTATTGAAAAAATATTTTTTTATAAATAAAAATGGTTTTAAACTGATTTCCATACAAAATTATTATATGTTTGATTGAATCCAGTACAAGTACTACACTCATAATTTGGACAATCAAATGTCAATCCTGGTTGGAATCCACCAAACAAGTATACATTATTGTTCAATTTTGTTGCTGTAGATCTTTTGAATTTATCATCATATTCACTAACTTCCCATAATTCACTGTCTCTGTCATAACAGCGTAATTCACCATTAACTAAATCCACTGAACAACCTCCACAATAATCACCACTGTAAACGCAGAATGATTCATTATCTTGTACCCAATAAGCACCGTGAATTAATGGTTTCATTGGTCTATCGTATTGATCAGCCACTTTCCATTTACCGTTATGAACATTATAAAAATACATATCTTCCAAACAACCTAATTTACCTCCCACAAATGCTTCACCCGCATAAACATATACTTTATTTTTAAATGCAAACACATATGCAGATGTCCTAGGAGTTAAACCTAGAGTACTTGGAGGAACACCTAAATAGGTAAAGTTTAGTGTATTATGGTCGAAAACCCAAAGATCATTATATAGAGCTAAAGGTTGACCATAAAAAGGAGTAGTAATACCACCAAATATGTAAGTTTTATCTTCATAGGTCGAAAAACCAGAATAAACTCTTGTGGCAGGAAAATTGTTACTGACTGATTGAGATAAATTCGTCCAATTACCTGTTATGATGTTATAAGAGTAAAAAGATTTAGATTGAGTCGAAAAACCATCTCCGCCAAAAACATAAATGTTTGGATAGGAATACCATGCTGCATGGAAAGCATTACCGCCGGGAACATCTCCTCCTTGTGACATTAAAGTTACCGAATTAGATGTGGTATTAAATTGTAGTAAGCGGAATGTTTGCGGGACTGGTGGAGGTAAATTACTAGGTCTAGGATCAGGGCCTCCTCCAGTGATATAGATAATACCATTGTCACCAGCTACTGTTCTTTGCGCAGATAAATCACAAATACCGTGTAAAGTGCACAAATTTGTCGAAACTAATGGAGTGAAAAAAGAGCTAGCGTATGCGAAACTCAGTAAACAATAAATCAGTATAATGATATTTTTAACGGGCATTTTCAATGATATAAAGAAATTAATTGGTCATTCAAGCAGTTAAAATTTCATCTTTTTTAAAATCTGAAATATTCCCAACTAGGCACGACCCATGTACAATCTAATTTGGAAAATAATTTACAAAATTCAGCTGGATTCACAAAATTAGTAGGCATGTTCATTTTATCGAAATCTTGTTTACTCATCATTACTACATAATTTAAATGACCATAAATTCCAAGCATATATCCAACAGTTTTATCAGAATATTCAGGAAATTTTACAGCATTATTTTTGGTAATATGAATGAAAACTTGATGATTTTCAACAATTTTTGGAGTAATAACTTTAATTGTCATGATTATAAATTAAAAATTATATGTATATTCAAAATATTTATAAATTCAAATTTTTGTTAATTATCGCTTTTAAGAAAGTATTTTATAGTTTCATATCCAATTTTAAAGAGTAAGTATCCAAACAACAAATACCCATATATGACATTCAATATCAAAGTAATAAGCATAAATATGTCTAGATTCCAAATGGTATATATTCTGGAAAACAATATATATGATAGCCAACCAGTAGGAAAACAACTAATTGTGAGAAGAATAAATTCTATTGTTTTCACGTATTTCTTTTTCGAAAAATAATAAAACATCAAATAAAATGTTAGTACATATAATATTAAAAATACGTATATAGCTATACATATTGTTAATATAACTCCAATATAGTTATATTCTAAATATATTGGGACGTTTAATAAAATGGCAGTAACTGTAACCGAAATTAATGTAATATTCAAGAATACTTTTAATATATCATTTATATCAACATTATCCTGTTCTTCTTCTACAATATTATTTTCAACATCAGCTTTGGTATCAAATTTAATGTTATAATGTTTCGAAATAAGTTCAGTCACATTTTTCTCCGCAATACCAGTCATTCCTCCAAAATCATTTTTATAATTATCGCTTGACAAAACTTCTTTTACAATTGTTTCAATAATAAATCTTACAATATATGGGTCCTTAAAATCAAAATTACAGTTATGTCCAACCTTGGAAGCAATATCAAATACCACTAAATCAAATTCATATGTCGGTAAATCAACATTAAGCAATTCTTTTAACTTTCTAAAAATTTCTAATTTACATTGCATCGGATTTTCCAAATTACGCGACATTAATTCCTGGCCAACATATGTGTCAATATCATGATATAATTTTAATGAATCTGATTCTTTGACAATAAAATCCTTATTAATGACACGGACAACAACATCGTTTATTGTTCGCTGATAATAATTTAATTCATTTTTTTTGTTTTCAAATTTTAGTTGTTTGTGTTTATAAATATTTTCTCCTTTCTGTTTATCGAATAATTCTTTACTGATAATCGCATAATTTTTATTGTCTCTTTGATTCAACAGAGTCACAAAATAACAATACAATTCGTAATCACCGTATTTGTTGATATCATTTTCGCTTAGATATTTTCTCGAGATCTGCATTACATCTTGAGCATTTTTATTGTGTAATCTTGTGATACGTTCCATTATAATTTCATTGTAATATCGTATAAAACTTTTTTCTATTTCTTCAAAATTATTCATTGTATTTTATATTTATAATAATATAACAGGTAGACTATATTTATTTCAGTTTTTTATCTCAATTTCTCTTGATATTATTTTATTTACAGACAAATTATTGGTATCTATTTTTTTGTTAAAATAATAATTTATCTGAAAAAAAGATGTGTTAATTAAATTCAAATTTTTGTTAATTATCGCTCTTGTGAAAATATTTGATGGTTTCATACACAATTTTAAATAACAAATATCCAAACAAAAAATATCCATATAATATATTTAATATCAAAGTAATAAGCATAAATATGTCCAAATTCCAAATGGTATATATTCTGGAAAACAATATGTATGATAACCATCCTGTTGGAAAACAACTGATTGTGAGAAGAATAAATTCTATTGTTTTCACATATTTCTTTTCCAAAAAATAATAAAACATCAAATAAAATGTTGGTACGTACAAAATTAAAAACACGTATATAGCAATACATATTGTTAAAATAATTCCAATATAATTATATTCCAGATACATCGGGACATTTAATAAAATGGCGGTAACTGTAACCGAAATTAACGCAATATTCAAGAATACTTTTAATATATCAAAAAACATAGGAATAATAAATCGAAACAGATTCATCGTTTATGGATATTCTCATTATAAGAGATTTAATAAATAAAATATTCAATGTTTTTCAATAATGCTTAAAGAAATAACTATATATTAATGTATACCCTAATTATATCTGGCAATACTAAATAGCTGGTATTGTTTATTAACCATCAATAAGATGGATAAATCAAATTAAAAATTTTATTTATTCATATTTTTAATCATCTACGTAAAACTCTTCTTCTTCTTCTTCTTCTTCTTCTTTCACAATATCATTTTCAGCATCCACTTTGGTATCAAATTTAATATTATAATACTTCGAAATAAGATCAGTCACATTTTTCTCTGCAATGCCAGTCATTCCTCCAAAATCATTTTTCCAATTATCACTTGATAAAACTTCTTTTGTGATTGTTTCAATAATAAGTCTTATGTTGTACGTATCCTTAAAATCAAAATCACAGAAATGTCCAATTCTAGAAGCAATATCAAATACCACTAAATCAAATTCATATGTCGGTAAATCAATATTAAGCAATTCTTTTAGCTTTCTAAAAATTTCTAATTTACATTGCATAGGATATTCCAAATTACGTGACATTAATTCCTGGCCAACACATGTGTTAATATCATGGTATAATTTTAATGGATCTGATTCTTTAGCAATAAAATCCTTGTCAATGACACGAACAACAACATCGTTTATTGTTTGCTGATAATAATATAATTCATTTTTTTTGTTTTCAAATTTTAGTTGTTTGTGTTTATAAATATTTTCTCCTTTCTGTTTGTCAAATAATTCTTTGCTAATAGTCGCATAATTTTTATTTTCTGTTTGATTCAAAAGAGACATAAAATAACAATATAATTGGTAATCACCGTATTTGTTGATATCATTTTCGCTTAGATATTTTCTCAAGATCTGCATTATGTCTTGGGCATTTTTATTGTGTAATCTTGTTATGCGTTCCATTATGATTTCGTTATACCATGTAACAAAACTTTTTTTGATTTCTTCAAAATTATTCATTGTATTATAATATTTATAATAATATAACAGGTAGACCATATTTATTTCAGTTTTTTATCTCAATTTCTCTTGATATTATTTTATTTACAGACAAATTATTGGTATCTATTTTTTTGTTAAAATAATAATTTATCTGAAAAAAAGATGTATTAATTTGATTCAAAATTTTAGCCAATAAATTAGATATTGTGTTGATATCAATGATTCTATTATTTGCATCATATATACTATCAATGTACGCCACTTTATTTACGATATTAATTTTTATTGTCCACTGATTACCAAAAATATTTAATATATTGTCTTTCATAATATCAACCACATAATGAAAATCAGATAAGTTCATTAATGCTGTTCCTAAATACAAACTGACATCAATATTGTCCGTACATTTAATTTTTAGATAAAAATCTCTGAATTTATTTACGTCAATGTATGTCTCGTTATATTTTATTATTTTGTTAATTCTAAACATTTAAAATATAAACGTAAATATACGTAAATATAAACGTAAATATAAACAATTAGTATTTTCAATTTTTATTAAACAAAATTATTTGGATATCAACCATCCATTATCCACACTGCTAAAATCGTCATATACTGAAAATTCTTCTTGTAACTGATCTTCAAATTTAAATCCTTGTTGTTTTAAATTATCTAATATTAAATTCTTTTGTTCCATTGCTTCATCTTTACCCATATCATATTTTCTTATAGTTATCAAAGGTTTTCTGGATGAAGAACATAGATTTACTGACATTGCCACTTCACCATTATACACTGCCAATTTGGATTCTATGTCTTGGAAACTAAATTTATCAGCATTTGACATTTTAACATGAAATTCAAAATAAGGAGATTTGCTATTAGGATAAGTATTATTAATATAATTTTTGACAACAACATATTCATTTATATTTTGAGGTATTCCTTTGCAATGATAACCTTCTACTTTTACTCTCAACACATTAATTCCCATATCTTGCATTTCTTTTTTAAATTGTAGGGCTCTATCAATTACATCTTTCTCTTTCTTTTTATTTGTAAAATACGAAATCATATACTGGTTATTACATACAGTACTGATGGCATACACTAATTTCATACCTTTTTGTTGAGCATACTTATTACGGAATTCTAATAATTTCATATAGTTATTTTCAGGATCAACTGTTATGTGAACTTCAAATAAACCTCCAAACATTAATTTAATATGTATTAACATATCATCTATTATAATAAATTAATTTTTCAATTTTTTTATGTGATCATTCAACGCCAAAATAATATCATTAGTGTTATTATAAAAAGTCAAATTTTCTGGAGATTTGGGTAAATTATCAATTAACGTCTTTAGAGAGTCAAAATAATTGTTATAATTGTATATCAATACTGCACAATCCCTAGCCTTTACATGATTTAGTGCCATAATTTGAAACAACTCGGAATACGTTCCAATACCACCGGGCAAACAAAGGAAAATATCACTACTTTCAATTAGTTTACTCTGTCTTATATCTAGTGTATCATATATTTTTAGTTCACCATAAAATTTATCGTAATCCTCAGCCTTCATCAAAGAATGAGAATTAATAGTTTTTACCTTACCTCCCATACTGTTAAATTTTTGAGGAATAACATGCATTACACCTGTGAATCCGCCACCATATACGACTTTTACATTATTAGTTGGCAATGATTGAGCTATTTCGACCAATTTATTTTTTAGATCATCAGAAAGAGGTGTCGAATTACATCCTCCAAAAATGCCAATATTCAAGTAATTTTCCATGTTTATAATAATGGTAGTTTTAATTGGTCATATAAACACATTTTTTTTCAAATTTTATGAGGTCATTAATTATAATTAATTATATATTAAACTTATATAATGTGCTTAATAAACTTTTTTAAGCTATTGATGTCTAAAATAGTAACTCAAATTCTTAAAATTTTATTGAAATTTACTACACATATTAAAAAAATGAACTTTTATAGAATTCAATTGAATCAAACAGCATTTTCGGAAGATTATAAAGATGTTGAATACAATCCAAGTGATTTTTTGGAGAAATATAGTTGGATAATCAGAAAATTCGAAGATCCCATAATAATGGATTTAGGTATTATGCACCACGGATATGTGTGGAATAATACTGATAATATAGAAATAATAGAATATGGTTGTGAAACAGAATTGAAGAAAGATGCAATAATTCAAAAAACGCCATTAACTAACTTTTTAAAATCAAGCCAAGATTATCAATTTTATGTGTTTAAATATCATAGCGATCATAAGCAAGAAGATGAGCAAATAATAGAAAAAACTTTTAAAAGGATGGGCGAAAAGAAATACAGTTTTCTTACAAACACGTGTGAAGATTTGTGTATAGACATTTTAATCAAACGAGATTATATGAATCAGTATAGAAATCAGATATTATATATGCTTGATTATCCATTGTTTAGAAATCCTGAAAAATTTTATAAAGAAAAATCTGATTTAGATTTAGAAATATTGAAAAAGTTTATACCTTGTAAATTTGATCCACAAACCAATAAAATCTTGACATATAAAAACCCCTTAAGTGTTAGTTAACATTTTTGTTATCATATCATAATAAATATCAATAAACTTATCGTTTAGCTCGAAATATGAAAAATTATTTGTTTGAGCGAAATAATTGACTGTTTCATAATCAACTTTACGATTCTTATTTTTGTCATTTATGCCCACTATAATTTTTTTTGTTTTTTCTGGGGAAAAATTATTTATTTTATTTATTCCATTTAAAATAGTGTAACTGGAATTTGGATTTGACAAATCGCATGCAATAAGTGCGACTGATGACTTTTCATAAAAAATTTTCACATTATTATCATATTTATCTTCTGTGGATATGGCACATATATTTATGTGATATGTGACATATTTATAATCAACGTAAATAGTGGATCGACTTGCCAAAGGAATGGCAGATTTATATAGGAAAAAAATTAAAGAAATACGTGCAGAATTGAATAACATACAATTTTTACCAGAAGAATTGAATAAATTAATTAATTAATTTTAACACAATATATATCTAACCAATAAATATATACAATATGCAACTTAACGATGAGTATTATCAAAAGTATCTGAAGTACAAAAGCAAATATATGCAATTAAAAGAACAAAAAGGAGGAGCCCAGCCGTATTTTGGAAACAATACAACAATTTTATATATAATGGCATTTATAAATCCCAATAGCAACATTTACAACTTATTTCAAAATAGAGTTTCTCACATAGTAGGTTCGAATATAAATAATCCATTACATGCAACTTTATTGACACTTCATATAAATAATACACATCCAATTATCAGAAATTACGATGTATTTAAAGACAGAAATTTCCTGGATGAAGTCAAAAATGTTTACAAACAAATATTTGCTAACCTAGAATTGGAATCTGTGTCTGGAAATTATGATTTGTTTGGAGCCAGCAATAATTTTTTTAATATTGATAAAAATCCTAATAGTCCGAATAATATTGTAAACATAACAAAAAATAAATTAAGTAAATTTTTTGTCAGAAGATATAAGCTACCACAAATGAATGAAAAAGCGATTACGACTTTTAGAATAAGTTACTATAAGCTTGTCAATAAATATTTAAATATGTATGATGGCACAAATAATAAAATAATTTTATTCGAAAATTCAAACTTAAAAAAAAATGCTAAATTGAGTAAACCGTTACCAGTGGATATTGGAGCAGTCGTCGAATATAATGGTCATGAATTATATGCAGTGGATGTACATTATTTTGGAACAGCAATATGGGAGCCTCATATTAGTCTGTTCTCTAATGTAGATTTCTTCAACAAAAACCAACAAGAATATGGTAATTTACAACAAAAAAGTTTAATGAAGCATCAATATCCATCAGAAATAAAAGTTTTCCAGGAAAAATTATTAACTACTAATTTTGGAGGAAAAGTAAATAAAATTCATTTAACAAAAGATATAAATAAACTTGTTTTTTCATATTTTGATTTATCTCAATCAAATAAAAAAATAGCTAGAAGTAACATCGATATAAGTCTTTAACCGCCTCTCAATCTCAATACTAAATGAAGTGTTGCTTCTTTTTGAATATTATAGTCCTGCAAAGTTCTACCGTCTTCTAATTGTTTACCTGCGAAAATAAGTCTTTGCTGATCTGGTGGAACACCTTCTTTGTCTTGAATTTTTTGTTTCACACTTTCGATTGAATCATTTGCTTCTACTTCCAATGTAACGGTTTTGCCAGTTAATGTTTTTACGAAGATTTGCATTTGTTGGTTGATACTCTATACTATAATAATAGCATTCCAAGCACTTTTTTTTTCAATTTTTTTTATTTAACAGCAATAAGATTAGTGTTAACGAGTAAATATATTATAACAACGAATATGACGATCATTGATGAAGACAAACCCAACCAAAACATATAATCTCTTAACATAAAGTTAATATTGACACTATTTTTAATAGAACTATACATAACCATAATCATACAAGATAAGCACAATATGATGATGATTATAATGGTAATTATTGATAATGGATCCATATTATTATATATATAAACATATATAATTTTATTTCATAATAGGATAACCTGAACTTTTTCCAAATCCGTATGGATCAAATAGATTATCGTCTTTTTTTTCCTCTTTAAGTGTTTTTGTAATTGGATAACCTAATTTATTCTCGAATTTAACTGGATCAATTAAATGGAATTCTTCTTGTGAATGTTTATTTGCGTATTCTTTATGTTCTTGAGTAGCCATACAAATTTCATGCCATATAGAAATTCTGGTTCTGTGAGGAACATTAACAACTCTATGAATTCCCACTTTTATTTGTTGGTTAATCATATTGGCAGCCTTTCCTGCCCATAATATTGCAACGTTTTTACTTTCTGGAGGAATAACCATTTACCAAACTCATTTTTTAGTTGGAGACCAGGTGCAGAAGATCTTAAGGAAAACGAAAAAAGACCAGGATCATAATGTTCAGTGCAGTTTAGTTCTGTTCTGGATCCATCGTTATAATATTTGGCGATATCGAACATCCCCATTGTTTGCCCATATTAAACATTAGTATACCCAATTGTTTAGATTTCTCTAATAAATTAGGAAATAGTTTTTCAGATAAAATAATACTAATAGAATACATAATACTGTCAGTGGTTTGGACCAAATTTTTTAAATGAGATATTGGTATATTGAATTCGTCAAGTCTTGATCCAGTTAATAATCTAAAACTTTCTTTATGTTTTACTGGAAAATATCCAAATATTCCTTTTCTACTAAACTTTTTTTATGTTCTAAATCTCTCATAAAAAAACTTTCTGCGTTGGATAAACAGTTATCGATTAAAGATACATAATCATTGGGTAATTTAATAAAACTAAATCCTCTTTTATACAAATCATTGGAAACAATATTTATATCGTTAGTATTGTTTTGTAAAAGAAGATTTAACGGAACAAGCATAATATTTGGATTAGTGTTTGTCGTTATTGGACTTCTCATATAACTACCAACCACAAAATAATTAACTGTTTTTAAACACGTTTTACGGGAATTTAGTTATAATATTTTTTCAGCATTTTATATTAAATGGAAACGTCCAAGAAAAATTTTTCGCAACTTTGTAACTATCTAAAAAATAATTTTAGTTCAAATAAAATGTTTATAAAATCAATAAATCATATGAAATTATCGTTTGACAATATTACTGATCATATGATTGTAGATTATTATTGGGAACATATTGCCAAATTAATAAAAAATTATCCTAATATACAAAAAAATCTAGACATTACATGGAAAAATATATTATCGCAATATTATACCGAACCGAAACGAAAAAATAAAGTTAATTTAACAATAAATACTTTTAGATCGGATTTACCAATAAAAATTGAAATAAAATTAGACTTTTAAATACTTTATAAATAATATGAAAAATGAATGATTATACTATAACAGTTATTGAAAATACGGATCAATTCAACAAAATTTATCCAATCTTATATTCTAAGTCAACGACGAGTAGTACAGGTGTTCATGTAATTGGACTTGATTGTGAATTTATAACGGAAGTTTCCTACAAAGAATCTTTCGAAAAAGCTGATTGGTGTATAAGAAAAGGTGATAAACCTATTGTATGTAAATTGCAGATTGCTGCTGCAGGTATTTGTATTATCTTAGATTTATGTAGAATTGGTAAAAGGTTACCAGATAATTTAATAAATATGTTAAAATCTGAATCATGGATAAAATGTGGTATAGGTATTAGCAATGATATGGATTATCTAAGTTATCAGTATGATCTTGGTAACTGTAACGGCTCATTAAACATATCAACATTTTGTAAACTTTTTGGTTTGCCGAATCCAAATTTAGAAAATGTGTATAATTTGCTAATTAAATCTGATGAAAAATTCCATAAAAATGAATTAAAAGGTAGAGATTGGTCAAAAGATATGACTGTAAATCAAGTTAAATACGCAAGTGAAGATGCAATTGCATCGTACAAAATAGGTATCGAGTTTCTTTGCCATATGAGCAAATCATTAGAAACAATACTTTTTAATAAAACATCTGATAATAATATTAACAACTTAATTGAAATTAAAGTGTCCAATGAAAATTATGTTGGTGCATTGCTTGAGTATGTTCAAAAGAATAAATTAGCTCCTCCATCCTTTGACTTCGAAATTGACAATATTGAAAACAAATTTTACTGTAGATGTTCTTTGGAAATCAACCAAAAAATTATAACTGTGACATCTGATGGATTTACTAACAAAAAAGATAGTAAACACAATGTATGCAAAAAAATGTTATCTTTTATAAATAAAAATTGAAATATATAATATATTAAATATCCTTTAAATTTATAAACCACTCTGGTTGCTTGGTGATCAGTGTCAAAATAAAATATGTCTTATATTGCAATTTACGATAAAGTTGTTATTTTTAACAACGGAATTTACAAAAATAATGTAAATAAATGTGGAATCATTTCTATTGGTCAATCAACAGGAATCAACAGTTATGAATATATTGAAATAATAAATAATATGCTTGGACTTGGTGAATCAGAAAAATTGGACATTTATAGAGATTCGGCGAAATTACAACAAGTATGTGATATTTTTGGTTTTACAATTAACGTCCATTGTGCTAAATTTCTTAATAATGGTTTAATTAGAGTGTGGAAGAGCACTCAATGTACCATATCATCAAAAGATCAACCCAAAAGTTATGACATACATATTCTTTGGTATGGTGATCATTTTGAATATGTCAATTGGAGAGAGATCCAGTTGTTTCCAGAATACAAAGAAAGTGTTTATAATTTGGTCAAACAAGATTCTCATCCAAATGCAGAAATTTTTATGCATTTTTACCATTCCTATAGTCAAATTTGTTAAAAAATTTGAAATATATTTGATAAATAAACTTTTTTTATATAAAATTTATTAAAATGCAGTTTGTAATAGATTTAATAATAGTAATAGTTTGTACAAGATTGTTTGTATTATCATATGATATGATGTTTTATGACATTAGCACAATTGAAATGATATTCTTATCAACAACTATGTTTTGCTTGTTGATTGATAGATTATATACATCGTTGGAAAGATTTAGAAGAGAACATTATTTTGAAAGAATAATAAATGATATAAAATTTTTTCAATAAAATATCTCTGTGAAAGTTAATATTATGGTTGCACTCACAATGATAACAATATTGGATATTTGCATGATATCACTATTATTTCTTTATATAGGTCTTATTTTTTCTGATATTATAAACGAAATATTTTTTATGATTGATGGAACTGAAAATCCAGAAGAATTATCCACAATATTTTTATTTTTCAGTGCATCAGCCCAGTTTTGCTTTGTGGCTATATCAGCTTATATAATAAGAAATATTGTTTCATCAATACCAAACCCATTTAATTATGTATATGATTACAGTAGAACGAAAGACGTATTTCCAGAATTAAATGGAGGTGTTGTTGTCTCTTTTGTGTTATTGCTTTTTCAGAGTAGTTTGAAAGAGAAGTTATATATTATTAGAAAAAGATTGAAAATTTATTAGTTAAAATTATAAACTTATTACATAAATTAATAAAAATGGGTTCTGTGCCAAATGTCACGCAACATTCTGCATTTATTGTTTTGAAGAATCAAAAGATAAATTCGGATCCAATGATGACAACAGTCTAAATAATTGTCCTATGTGCACAACTAAATTAACAGAATCAGATATTAATATTTCATCTGAACTATTGTTAGAATTTATGCTGAACAAATATGATACAACAAAAGAAGAAATAATTAAACAATACAAATATAGTCTGGAATCTGAGAAGCCTAAAGAACTCAAACAAGAAGCTGTGGAAGAAAACAAAAAAGAGGCCATGGGAGAACCAAAAAAAGAAGATGATGAACAACCAAAAGGAAAGGAGAAAAAACCAAAGTCAAAAAAAGAAACCGATAATAAATCAACAAAACCCATAGATAAACCAACAAAAGTTAAAAAAGAAGTTAAAGATAAACCAGCGAAAAAAGATGCTAAACCAGTAAAAGAAAAGAAGGAAAAACCTAAAAAAGAAAAAATAGTAAAAGGTAAAAAAGAAAAAGTGGAAAAGACCACGGAATAAAAGAAATTTGTTTATATATATTATACAAATGAATTTTAACAAAGAATATGTTCAATTCAGAAAAAACAAAAAATATAAGCATCAAAATATATACGATTTCATAAAAGAAGGTAATGTTTTTTTTGGAAGTGGAGGAAGTGAGAATATAATTGTGAAGATGGACGATCGATCAGTGTTGAAAATAGTTCCGATATTAGAGAAGGATCCAAATTGGAAAGAGAATGTCGATAACAATGAGAAAGAAATCGAATTTTACAAATTTTTCACTAAAGAATTTATATTGACAAATATAACTCCACACATTGTTGGATATTTTGATAATTATAAGTTATTGAATATTACTAAAATGTTTCCGAAAAAGTGTTTAACAATAGACGAAAAATTTTTGGTTAATCCAAAGAAATTGAGTTATGTGAATGAAAAATTGTGCGAATTAAAAAATATGCATAAATTTAAACTAATTAAAAATACAGCAGACGTTATTGTTTTGGAAAATTGTCCAATAAGTATAGGAAGCATAATATCAAGAATATTAAACAGCAAAAAAGGTAATAAGCATAATGATTTAAAAGAATTATTGGATAGAACAATTTTTCAGTTGATTTATACATTAACCGCAATACAACACTCTTATCCAACATTCATACATAATGATTTGTTTTTGAGAAATATATTGGGAAAGATAGAAAGCGAATATGATAATAATGATTATGTGGAATATAAATATAATGGCGTTTCGTACTATCTAAAAGCAAACGGGTTTTATATGAGAATCAATGATTTTGGATATTCATTACTACCTCCAATAATAATGTCAAAAACATTTTATGAATCAGTCAGATTTAATCCAATTGACCAAATGTCATTTGATGATAAGTTAAAAGATACATTTACATTTTTATACGATTTGTATAATGGTCAAAATCTCGGACATTGGTCAGTCATGTCATATATTAGGGATGAAGATATTGGTTTTAAAAGAGAAATTAAAAAATTATTTAAAAAATATATGGACGTGAATTTGATAGACAAAATTACTAAATACAACAAAAATTTATTGGATATGCAGTGGAATATAAAACATACCCCCTTACTACGAAAAACAATAATGGAGCCAAAATTATATTTTAAAAAAGGAACTTTTGATAAATATAGAACAAAACCAAAAGATGCTAATATTGTTAAAACTTTTCAAATCAATTAGTTTGATTATGGAATAATTTTCTGAGAATCATAAAACTTGTCCCATTTTGGAGCTAGTTTATTCAATAATTTTACGTAATCTTGCATTGCTTGATTTTTACTTAATGATGAGACTTCTTTCCAGGCATTCCATTTTGCTTTTCCGGTAAAGTCAAATACTCCTGGATAAGGTGTATTGTTTGGCCCCTCGCTGATTACTTTATATAATCCATAGAATTTTAACTTGTGATCATTAGATAATTCTGGTGATGATGGAAATTGTTTTTTTGCATAACCAAATTTTATATAATTTAGTGCTTTTTTATAAGTAACCTCAATATTGGAATTCATCTATTTATATACTATATTTATAATAAAAATTTTGAATTTTAAACACTACACAACCTTTTAAAGAAAATATTAATTCTTTTTTGCTAATATTACTTTTTCTACAAATACACAGCTGTAATTATAGATTGTGTCAGTTCAAAGATAAAAGTATTCGTGAATTTAATGAAAAGTTTCTAAATTTGATTATATTCTCTTAAATAGATTGTGCAATTTTATGTCTTTTCTTAACTGCACAATAAGATGTATTGGGTCAAATGATTTTCCATGACCAAAATAACATTCATTGCTTTTACCACAATTGGTATTTGTGCTCATAAATTCAGCTGCATTATACTGTATTAGTTTATTATTTTCAATAGTATATATTATACCATCCACAACATATTTTTTTAGATATTTGTCATAATAAAAATCGTTATAATCTAGAACTGCTAAAGAAGAAAAACCTGCATAATCAATATTCCATATGGATCCATATACAATAATATATCTTTTTCCTTTTTTCAAATTTTTAATATTAGATAGATTTAATAATATCATTTCACCATAATGATGAATTTTATTATGCAAAATAGTGTCTATATTAAAATATGAACCAATCGATGATATATTGTTCAGCTCATTAATGAATTGTTTATCTTTTTTTTTGTAAGAAAAATTTATCTGAATAAAGAGATTTTTATAGGAAAGTTGTACAAAAGAATATTTTGGATTATTGGTTTCAACAAACAGATTTTTACTGATCTTATTTAAATCCAAACTAACATTCATTTTATTAATTTCTGGTATTAACTCATTCGCGAAATTGATATATAAAATACCATTTTTAATGAAACATTCAAAATTATCTTTAATTACCAAAACACTATTATTTACATTTATTTCAAAACTATCTAATTTAGTAAAATCATAAGTTTCATAATAAATTTTCCATCTATAAACTCCATTTTTATCTGGAAGAGAAATATATTTATTACCATCATTGCCAATCATTATCTTATTCCTATGATCTTGAGCAGATTCAGATGGTGAAGGTCTATTTTTTGTTGCCATAATATATATATTAAATATATACTAATTTTTTTAGTTTAATGAACAACCATTATATTTTAAAAAGTTGAACAAAAAACAGTTGAGAATGATATTAATAAAATAACATAAATATGGATTTTGACATAAAACACAATATATTACGAGATCCAGTAGAATTTAAAAAAAAAATAAAAAATAAAACATTTTACCAATTAAAAGTAATACAGGAAGAATTAATAAAAAAGAAGGATCAATATAATCAAACAAGCAAAAAAACGTTTTTAAATAAATGTACAAATTTATTGAGTAGGAGCTTTTGGAACACTGTCGTGATAACAGTGACCGCATCAATTTGTGACGTTGTCAAAGAATTTGTAAAAAATCATAGTTACAACAACAATATTGTTAGGATGACGATATATTCACCGTATGTTTTTTTGACAACGTTGGTGTATAATTATATGTTCAACAATGAAAATACAGAAGATTACATATTGAGTATTGAGATCTCGGAAAAAATACTAGAAGAAGAAATAGAAAAGTTTAATAATACTAATACATATTAAACTATAATTTGCTTTATAAAACATTCTAATTAAAAATAATAATTTTAATAAATATTATATGTGTATGTATATATATGCCTAAAAAATTTGGTTTAGAATATGAGAATATACCCTTGTTAGCAAATGTAAATAGAACAGCTCAAAATACCGACACAGAATTAATAAATCCATGGGGATCTGTTGTTGTTGACAATACTATTTGGATAGCTAATAATGGAAGCGGTGTAATTAGTAATTATACGATAGATGGTAGAAAATTAGGAAATTCAGTAATAGTCAATTGGGGAACAACAGCCAGGGGTCGTCCCACTGGAATTGTGAGTTATGCAGGAACTGGATTCAACATAAGTAACGGTTTAACCACCGCACCTGCAAAGTTAATTACTGTAACTCAAGATGGCGCAATAAATGCCTATAATCCAATGATCAGCACGACTAATGCAGTTCAAGTTGTGGATGAACCAAACAAAATATTTTTTGGAGTTGAAATTGCTCAAGAAAATCTATATGTTACTGATTTTAAAAATGCATTAATTGAAAAATATAATTCTAATTTCCAGCTTGTGGCCCAATTCACCGATATTGATTTAGTGAACGCTGGATACTCACCTTTCAATGTGTATGAATCTTGTTGCAAATTATATGTAACTTTCGCCAAAGCTAACAATCCTTGTCCATATTTGGGAACAGGTGGATCTATTGATGTTCCAGGAATAGGAAATGGATATATTGATGTTTTTGATCTAAACGGTACATTATTGGAAAGATTTACAAGTAGAGGACCACTTAATTCTCCATGGGGAATGGCTGAATTGAGAGTCTGTAAAAATGAACATTTGTATAGATATTTACTTGTAGGTAACAATGGTGATGGCGCTATTAACATATATAATTTAAAAACGAAAAAATGGGTGGGTAGTATTCAGAATGAAAATGGTGATAAAATAGTAATAGATAAATTATGGAGCATCATCATAAATTGTGAAAGTGACATATTATACACATCAGGAGCAGATAATAAACTTCTTGGTATTTATGGAGTTCTAAAAAATGTCAATTAATATTATAAATATGACTGAAGAACAACTATTGTTATTGGAATCATGCTCCAAAGATAAAACAGATTTCTCTTTTAATGGCTATGAATGTATAGCAAAATGTGTTGATGTATATGACGGAGACACTTGTAAACTAAAATTTTTTTATTGTAATATGTTGTTTCAATATTCGTGTCGAATGAATGGTTATGATTGTTGGGAATTAAAGCCTAAAAAGAATAACAGATCAAAAGAATCAATTGATAAAGAAAAAGATTTAGCAGCAAAAGCAAAACAAAAATTACAGAGTTTAATATTGAATAAAATAATTTACGTTAAATTTGGTCAGTTTGATAAGTATGGTAGACCATTAATATCAATATTTTTGAATAAAACAGACACAGAAAGTGTTAACGATTTGATGATTAAAGAAAAATATGGAAAGCCTTACAAAGGAGGTTCAAAAGAGAATTTTGATTCAATAGCATGATTTACAGTTTTTTTTTAGAATCTGATTACCTTCAAAATATTCCATATTTAGTAATTTAGTAAGGAAATATACAATAAGAATTATAAAACCTATTAGTAGAACTTTATTCATATAATATTCAAACACAAAATATTATATTATCGAATTATAATTATAATTTATTCTGTATGTATCAAATTTATTTAAATGAAACTAAGACAAACGTTATATCAAAATATTTATCAAACGATGTGTTGAATCATATTGCACTTTTTATTGGACACAACGTTGAATGTCCATCTACCACAAAAATATTAAGACAATTAATAAAAGATTTCTCTCAAAAAGAGCATTATAAAATAATTGTAATTATTACAACTAACAGATGCACTTGTGATGATGGGTTGGCTGTATCCGAAATTTATTATTTTGTAAATGATACAAATAACATAATAAAAGCGAATACTAGTACATTGACAGAACCAATATGGACAATAGGAGGAAATTTACATGGTTTCAAAGAAATTGTCAAAAGTAATTATGTTTGCACTGAAGAACAAATATCAGTTGATAAAATATCTCCGGATTTCACAAATTTGTATTTAATTGATAGCACTCTTTTTGAAACTTACGTTAAAAAATTACATGCAGATAATTTCGTGTTCAACGAAAATGACGCAAGAATGATATACAAAAATTTGTCTTATAATAACATAAATTTGATAGTGAATCATTGTTTAAAATGTTTAGAGCAAAGAATGTTTCCGAAATATAACGATATTACAAAAAAAATTGAATAAAAAACAATATATAGTCGTCAAATAAAATAATTGATTGTATAAAATGTTTCCTGTATTGATTGGTTCGGCGGCACTCAAAGAATACATTAAAATTGACGTTAATATTGACGTTAATATTGACGTTAATATTGATGTTAATATGGATTACGATATTATTGTTAATAACGACATTGCGAAAGAAATATGTTTTATTTGTGACAAAAAAGAGAAAAATATGTGCTGGTTTAATAATAACAAGGTAGATTTACATTTTTCTAATTCCAATACGACGAATGAATTAATTTTAAATAAACTAAACAAAATGAGTAATAGGAAAATAGTAAAACTATTCGACAAGTTTGATGTAATCATTGCACCATTGGAAATATTGTATGCAATTAAAAAATCACATATTCATAGAATTGTTCCTGTGACTTCTCATAATCATAATAACGCTAATATTTGGCATAAGCAAATGAAATATTATATAGCTATGAGAAACAAATTAGGATATGAAAAAATGGATAAAATAATTTATGGCGATAAAAAGTATGGTTCACCGTTAAATATTGAAAAATTAGATGACGAAACATATTTGGATTATTTGGTTAGACTAGTTTTTGTCAAAAGATTCGATGAAACAAATAAAAGATTTGGTGATACTAGAATATCAATGAGTAAAACAGTTAATCAGTTTTTTGATGATAATGTAGAAAGATTTATAGAACATGATGAAATTCACAAAAAAATTGGTGTACTGTATCGCGGATGTGAAGATCAGTTATTTCGTAAATTTCAGTTGGATAGTCAAAATGCAAATTTAGATCAACAATTGTTTTTTTCTGGTGAATATAAAGACAGAATACAAATGTTTAGAGAAGAAATAGCTGTATTATTTTTAGAAAGAAAACTTATTCCTGAATTAATGCATTGTTACAAAGAACAATGTATTAAGTTTAATGGTTTCGATGAAAATGTCAAAAGAGATGACTTTAATGAAATTATAGCTCATTTTGTAACGAATTTATGTGACAGTGGTCATTCGTGGCTAAGACAGTATATCTTGGATCACTATGAAACTTACAATAGTTATGATTCATATGATATGGATAATATTTATTCAATTGCGTGCTCAATTACCAATATTTATCAGCATATTGACAATATAAACAATAAACAAATTCACAAAACTATTGATAACTATGATGGATACAATGAAAAATATTTTAAAATTTTCGAATTATCAAGAGAAAATCACAAACCAAGAAAATGGTATACTAAAGATGAAACTGTTAAAATTGATATGAACATTTATACATCTCACAATAATATTCACAGAAAAATTTTTAATTTAAATAATAGACGTTATATGAAACTAAATTTGTGTAGATTTCATGACAATCTAAAATATTTATTGGATAAAATGACAGACGAACTTCTGTACTATAACAATGATAATCATCATATATTATATTCGTTTAAAAGTAATATAGGTATTAGTTTTGAAAATGATTCTGTTCAACTGTTTAATATAAAATTTGAAAACACCAAAGATAAAAATAATTTAATAATAAATATAAATGTCATTGACAATATTCAAAATCACGAATATACTACTGAATTTAATAAAAGATTCAAGACATATTATTATCATTCTGATGATTGTGAATATAGTGATGGAGAGGATAGAGAAGTCAAATATCTTTCATCATTCGGTGATTGTCCTGGATTTTTAGGAGAATTCAGCGAAATGCTAGCAAGAACATTTTTGAATGTCGATCGAGATGAAAAATGTGATAGTGGTTATTCAAGTACATCTGATGGTGAATCTGATAGTGAAAATATCTATTTTTGTTAAATTTGTTTATTTTTAATAAGAGAAATCAAAAATCACATATATAAATGTGATCAAATTAAAAAATATAAAATAATTATATATATAATGCCCGATATCTCAAAAGAAATAAAAATTTTGAACAAAATCATTAAAAAAGGGTTGAAAAATAATACCTATAATAAAAGACATAATAAAACTGAATATCATATGTGGAACGAACAGTGTAAAATAAATTTTCCGATATTATATCTGTCGAGTATTTATTTATACGAATACGGTAGACGTCGCAATTGTTCTAATTTTTTGTTTGCAACTAGAGATTGTTGTCAGTGGTATAAAGTATTCAAGCAAATGTATCCAGACGTACAATCAACATATTTCCATTGTTCCCGAAATATGTTTGAAAGAGCAACAGAGAATGATATCGAACCATACAATCAGTATGTAAAAAATATTGTTAAAAATGAAGTTTCTAAGACTGTGTTTATTGATATTCATGGCACTGGAAAAAGAATGTTTGCTTATTTTGAAAAAATTTATAATGAGGTTCCATATTGTTTTTTATTGTCGGCCACATTTGACAGTTTCGATGATTTCCCAAGTATATCAAAACATTATTACAAGAAAGATAAAATAATAAACTTAGTTTTTAACACAAGAGGAAGTCCAATAGAAATGTTAAACTATGATAATATCGGAACATTACAAACTTATACTGAAAATGGTCCAGTACGTGATAATCTTGAATACAGTTTAGATCTGATCAAACCGTATCATGATGGTATTCATTACCTCATAAAACATATAAAACCAATGAGCAATATTGATTGCGATTCAAAGATAAATAAGATTAAAAAAGAAATATTGAAAGTTTTTGATTACTTGAAAGATAAAGAATTAATATTGGCTGAATTTATTAAACACATTGGTAAACACAAAAAGAAAGAAATTGTTGTTGAAAATCACAAAAAAGAAATTGTTAAAAAAGAAATTATTGTAGAAAATGATGGTGTGTTTTTTGATAAAATAATATCTGACGACACAGTGTATGCAATTGTTTGGGAAGGAAGATATAATAACTTACCATGTGTCATAAAAATGGTGAAACTAGATACTGGAGTATGTAATTCTAGTTCTGATATATTTACATATAGTAACGAGGATCCATATAGACATAAAGATTTTAAAAACAAAAAAGAAATGTCACATGATCAATTTATGTATGAAGTGAATCAATTGAAGAGTTTATATAAATATAAATTAACTCCTAAAGTATTCAAAAATTATATATGTAAGAAATATGATGTGCATTATGGTTTTATTGTTATGGAAAAATATGATTGTTCACTCAAACACGTAATACAGAAAAGACCAATAACACATGAAGAAGAGAAAATAATATATAAAATGATAGGTAAGATGCATAAATGTGGTTTTGTTCATGGAGATATGAAACCAAGTAATATAGGCATTAATTTTGACAATAGTGATAAAATTATGGAATGTTGTTTACTAGATTGTTCAAAAGCAAAAAATAAAAAGTCATATGAGTCTAAAAAGTTTAAAAGTTTAATTAAAATAGATTGGGACACATATTTTAATCATAAACAGAAAAATATGTTCAATAATTAATTAATGGATAAAGAAGCATTAACAGTAATAGGATTGTCTATATTGTCTGATGACACAACTAAAATTATATTATCAAGCGGAGAAATTTTTAATGATTTTATTGATTTTGTTTTTGATATTGGTAATTTAGACATTTTTGGAAATTCCAAAAGAAAGTTCGAAATCACTTTATCGTTTATCAACAGTTTAAAAACCACAGATTTAGATAATTTACCATGACCTTTTAATGTGACCGCTAGTGAATGTAATGTTCCATGTGTTGAACTAGTCCAACCAATAGGATTTATAAGATCTCCAATATTTCCAAAACCAATACTATTGTCAATGGGACCTTCATTAAAAATACCAGAATAAGGTATTACACATAAACAATTAGTTTTGTCAGTACCAGATTTTAAATTGATGTTTTTTACTGATTGTTTACTTTTTCTATCCCTCAATAAAGGAACTGGAGCTGATATATTTGAACTTTTATAACTTTTAAAACAATCTTCAGTTTCTGGAGTTATACTGCTTATGCTATTATCGGAAAAAATATTATTATTATGCTGATTATTATTTTTTTCCTCTTCACTCATATCATCAATCTTAGTACTCATATCGTCATTTTTAATTGTTTCTTTATCAGACTCACTTTCACTGTTAATCTCACTGATTTTCTCAACAATTTTCCTGACTTTAATATCAGATTCAGATTTTATACTTTTATTAGACTTACTTTGACTGGGTATAAATATATCATGACTAGCTGATTTGTTATCGACACTCATTTTGGAGGAGTAACTAACATTTTTATTCTTGATTTCAACTGAATAATCATCATCAGGAATATCATCTGACACGGAATTTATATATTTAACATTTTTATCATTATTAATCTTTATACTATCATAACTTTTTATACTTTGTTCCTTTTGTTTTTCTTTTATTGTATTAGCAGCCATCTTATTTTCTATACTATCGTAACTTTTTGGTTTGTTACTATTTTCAGTAATTTTTTTACTGTTAGTTTTTTGATTTTTTATTGTATCATTACTATTTAAATAAAATTTTTTATATATTCTTTGTCTTAACATTTATATAATACAAAATTAAAAAAGTTTTGTAAAATGGATTTAATTACAAAATTTTGAAATATTTACTATAAAATATATACTACATATTGATGAATATGATGAATCTCATAACATTCATAATAAATAAAGTACGTAAACACAAGCAGAAGAGAAAAATGATGAAAGAAATTGAAAATTTAAAAATGTCAAAAAATATTGAAAAATTAGACAAAATACTTAATTCTAGTTTAAGACAAGAATTTATAACATTCTGTTCAAAAAACAAAATTTATGAAAATTTATCATTTTATCTTGAAATGGATCTTTATAACAAAAAGAGTGATTCTAAATTCAAAAAAAGATTGTCATGTCATATTTATGATAAGTATATCAGGGATGATTCATTATATCAAATAAATATTGGTAATGAGACTAAAACAAAAATAAACAACAATAATCAGGCTGAAGAAAAATATAAAGATGCTTATTTACAAGTCAAAATGCTACTCACTGAAAGAACTAATAGTTTTTTAAGAGAAGTGGAAAATCAGATAACTTAATTTTTTCTTTCAAATAATATTAATATTTTCAGTTAATACTATATAAATGGATTTAATCTTGTGGGTTGTTATAATGATAATACTGCTTGTTATCATATACTTTTTAGTTTTTTCACAGCCAAATTCCGTGGAAAATTTTACGGACGTGAAAGATGTGGGATTATTCGTTATTAATATGAAATTTAGAACTGACAAGAAAAAAAGAATGGAGAATGAGCTGAAAAGACATGATTTGCAAGCAGAATTTATTGATGCTATTGTTGGTTACAACATAGATGTTGATAAAATGGTCAGTAACAATTTAATCAATAACAAATTGGAAAGAATATTGAGAAGAGGTGAAATTGGTTGTTATCTTTCTCATATAAAATCATGGGATGCTTTCTTGAAGAGTAATTACAAATACGCTTTAATATTGGAAGATGATGCTGTTTTTATCGATGATTTCAAAAACAAATTCACAGAACTTTTGGACGAAATTGATTTTCCATTTGATATTATATATTTGAATGATAATTGCGAACATCATTTTGGAGATAAATGTTTGTATGGAACAAGGAAAACAAAGAATTTGTTCAAACCTGGTACTGTTGGATATGGATTGTACGGCTATCTACTCAGTCGTGAGGGAGCCAATAAACTAATGGATATTGCGCTACCGATCGAAGTACCAATAGATGATAAGACAATGAATATGTATGAAAAGGGGGAGTTAATCGGCTATAAAGTGACTGATCCATATATTTTTGTTGCGAGTGTTGTTGACAGTGATACTATGAATATCAAATAAAAAATTGAACTTTATTTATTCTTAAAAATCTTATAATCAAGTGTACAATTTATTATGAGTTTAAATATTAACAAATTATGTTTAGAACCAGAGGAGGTAACAACAATGATATATCATAACAAATGTGTTGATGGTTTCACATCAGCTTTGTGTTGTTATTTATTCTTTAAAAACAAAAATAAAAATATAAAATATATTGCTGCGTCATTTGATGATGACATACCAAATGTTGTGAATGAAAATGTTTTAATATGTGATTTTTCTTATAAAAAAGAAGTTATGAAAAAATTATTATCATCTTGCAAAAAATTAGTTATATTGGATCATCATAAAAGTGCAGAAGAAGATTTAGCCGAAATTCCCGAAGAAAATAAAATATTTGATTCAAGTTATAGTGGAGCATATTTGGCATGGAAATATTTTTTTAGAGAAAAAGAGGTACCTGATTTAATCAAATATGTGCAAGATAATGATTTATTTTTAAACAAATTATATTACACCAAAGAAATTATCAGCTATATTAGCTCATTTTCTTTTGAATTCAGTATATATGAAAAATTTATTGATAATGAATATCTTAAAGCAGGAATAAAAATTGGTAGAGATAAGATGGAAGAAACGGCCCGTTATATTGAAAGAAAGATAAGTGAAACACAAATGTTATTTTTAGAAATTGGTGATAAATATTATTTAGTGCCACATGTTCAATCATATACCAATAAATCTGAAATTGGCCACAAGATAAATGAAAAATACAAAAATATTGATTTCTGCGTGATTTACAGTTACGACAAAGAGAAAAATAAGACATTTTTTAGTTTGAGATCCAATAACAACAATATGGATACAACTAAAATTACGACGTATTATCAAGGGGGAGGACATCGAAATGCTTCTGGTTTTATTCTCGACAATAATCACAATAATATTCCTGCTGTTGTATTGGATAAAAATTTATACAAAAAACTAGATTCTATTAAAATCAAAAATATAACCATAAATAGTGATGTCCTCAGTGCAATAACTATAAATTATAGTTGTCACAAAGATAAAGTAGGCAAGTATTTGTTACAATACAGAGATTATAACGAATATATTCAGCAAGGTGCATATATTTGTAAAAACAATGGAAATATAATAAGTAATAATATTAATATAGCCTTAATATGGCACGAAAGGAAAGATAATAAAACATATCTTATTACTGTTGTATGTGATTCTTCAGATATGTTCAATATAATCAAAAACTATTTTGAAAGTCTAAATATAATTTGTTCTGTGAGAAATAATGTGATCAATATCACAATTCCAACGAATTATGATTTAGTTAAAAATTTAATATCATGAGCAATTATTAAAATGTATGTATATTAATATATGAACATTGTAATAATTTTGTTTATAATAATATTTTTGATAACAATATATCTATTTGCTCCTAACCTCGCTTTGTCAGTTTGGATAATTATTGCCGCATTGATGTCGTTTATAGTATATGATTATTATTACACCATTAATAAAATATCAGAAAATAATTCAAAACAATGTGTGAAGACAGGTTGTAGCGGTCAGATCTGTTCTAGTCGACCAGAAATAAGTACATGTGAATGGAAATGTGAATATGATTGTTACAAAAATTCAAACTGTGTGAATATTGATGGACAATGTCAGTGGGAACCGAATGAAAAAATAAATAAATGCTTGGATAAATGTAAAAATCAGATTTTAGGTTTGTGATCTATGTTTTCAGATCTGCATAAGGGACATTTATAATTATACTCTCTCAACCATTTGTCAATGCAATCTACATGGAAGAAATGCATACATGGCAAGACTCGCAATTTACTGGTATCATCAAAATCATCCATACATATTGGACAAGATTTATATTTTGATTTTTCACTATCATTCATTTTACTGTATTCAACAACAGGAATTTTTTTCAATGCTTCTTCAGTCGCGGTCACCGGAACATCTGCATTATCATTTGTATTGAATATATTACTAAAAACATTAGAATAAATATCAAATATGCTTCTTTCATAAAAACCATTTATGTCTAAACTGAAAAAATCTCCAAAAAAATCATTATTATCTATTGGACCACTTTGGTGAAAAATTTGAGGAGTTCCGTTTATATTTGAATAACTGGTTATACTGTAAAAATTTGAATTAGTTACAGTCATAGGACCATCATATTCCAATCTGAATTGTCCAAAACTATCAAATGGAAAATATATTGATAAATCATTGTAAACTTTTTTTACAATATTATATGCTGCCGATAACGATAAATGTCTAGACCTCAATAATTTTTTACACATTGAAATAATAATTTTTTTATCATCTAAATTTCCTAATTCTCTATTTTCAATAATTATGTTACTGACATAATTTTCTAAATTATCCATGTCTATAATAAAATATAAATAAAATTTTTAAAGCAAAAAAAATTTCAATTTTTACAATAAAAGTTGAAAATAAATATATTAAATAGATATGTGTTAAACTATCGGTTAATACAAAATGTCAGATCAAAATTGTCTTTTGCCTGAACTTCTTGATTTAATTGGTGATTATTTAACTATAATTGAGAAGCAGCTAATGAAATACACTTGTAAAATGATGTATAATATAATTAAAATAAAATTTTCTAATTTTGAACCTGTACTAATAAAAAGAATTAACCAACAGACTAAATCTAATATTGGCCAAAAATTGATAAATTTGATTAAACAATCAAATGGTTTAATACAAATTGGTGGAAGCACTATAACACAATGTCTGTACAATGATTTTTTGGATGATTCAGATATTGATATTTACGGGCTATACGACGAAAATAAATTTAATACAATTAAGTCAAATACAGATCAATTAAATACTAGAGAAACAATTTCAGCCTTTAGTTCATTTGATCACATTAAATATTTAATGGATCTTTTCAATGAAACATCTTTATTGCCAGAACAATATACAAGTTTGTACGGACCCATCGAAAATTATATGATAAATGGTTATCATATAAACTACTATGATAAAGAAGTCATTGAGAATGATGAATGTACAGAAGATCATAAAGTTAAATTGCAATTAGTCTTAGTTCCAGAAAATGACCACATTGACGATAAATACGATTTTACATTTTGTAGAAATCATTATGATGGAAAAAATATAATGAGTTATCGAAAAAGAGATGTCTTATTAAAAGAAGGTAAAATGAACAAGTGGTCCGTCTTGTTGGATAAGGCTAATTATAAGAGAGGAGCTACACCGGCAAGAGTGACGGAACATATGCTTCTTAGAATGAATAAATATCTAAAAAGAGGATATAAAATTTTAAATAGTGAAAAACGATTGGATCAAATAAACGAAGAAATCAAGAAAGACATATTGAGAAATTATTATCAGGAAAATTCAAAGATTAGTAACGTTGTAGAATCAAAATTTAATAATTGGCTATTGACACGATTTGATGCAATGGGTGGCATTATTATGTCAACTAGAACTCTAGAAGTCGAATTTAAGAAAAATGGCGAAAATGAAATTAAAACACTTATTAATAACAAAGGAAATCCTATTATTAAAGGAGAAGAACCGCCAAAAAAGGAACCAGTAAAAATGCTATCTAAATCATATCTACAAAATCTTTTAAATAAAGGAGGATCTGGAGAAAACAATTCTATCGATGATGAAAATCCTGTGGTTACGGGTTCACGATTTGATGTGTTAAACAATGACATAAAATATGTTGCTAGATTTTCTAATTAGTTTATCTTTTCAAATGATATTTCACTATATACTTATACTTTTTGTATAAATGATTAAAATAATTACTATCATTCATAAAATTCCAGTTACCATGCAAAGAATAAGAAAGTTCGTCATCAATATTAATTTTTTTTGTATAAAAAACGGCCATTGCAAATATTGATTCCATACACATTCTGTGTCGACGAGTTATCACATATTTTGTCAAACTTAATATTTTTGTTTTATCCTCCACTTTTCTTAAAAATTCTTTTGATATAATCAACATATTACCCATACAACCCCTCCACAGGTTTCTTTGATTATAAAACTTTTTGAAATTCTGTTTAAATTCAGATTCGTATAAATTGATATATAAATTAAATATTTCGTCACTGTGAGTTCTAATACCATTTATTCTAAAAGGTTTTGGAACAATTCTTTTATCCCATTCTAAATGTTCAGTGAAATTCCAAAAAAACTTTACATCAAAATTAAATTCTGGTAATTGATTAACTAATTCTGTTGAATCATGAATAACCACTCCATAATCATATTGAGAATTTAGCAAGAAATTCATTGCAAAAGAACATGCACTTCCTAGTGTTTCCGGTCTTATAACTTTTAATTTAGAATCATTAAAAAAACTTATTATTTGATCATTTGAAGCTACATTAATCGGCGAATCATTTATAATAATAATATCAATAGACGAATAAAATTTTCTTATAGATTCGACACATTTATAACATACTGAATTTTTACTAAAACCTGATTTTTCACAAGTTGGTACAATAAATAAAAAATTTGACATAAAAGAAAAAAGAGTATATATAATAAATAGAAAAATGGTTCATAAATTTGAGTGCATTTATAACAGAGTTATATTGGGAAATTTTTATGCTGAAGATAATGACGAATCTATATACAATTGTTCACACAGAGCCCTACAAAATATATTAAAATATGTGGAAAAAAATAATGAGAAAATAAATGATAAATATATGTTCAGTTTAGAGGAATTTAATAGTTGTTGCACAAATTGTAAAAAAATTATTTATTTTGTCGGTATTGTAAAGAAGAGTGATAATAACAATACAACTAATAAAGATAATACTTTCGAATCTCGTGATGGAACAATTTATGAACTTTTTGTTGATCAAAAAATTGAAAAATAAATACAAAAGTAAAAAGAATTGATTATAAATAAAAAATGCAAATATTATTAGTGTGTTTGTGGGTATTATTGTACAGTTTAATCCCGATATTAAATAACAATATTAAGAGAAACATTATTAGTGCAATTCATTCAATTTTAACAGTTATATTGTGTACATATCAAGATCCTTATTACATATATTATATTTCGACATCATATTACACATATGATATGGTTCTTCAACTTTTGGGAACACAAAAAATGCTAAATGTATCAACTATTTCATTGGGTATTCATCATATAATTGCTGTTTACAGTCTACAATTTATTATAAATGGTCCAAAAGAATTTACAGATCCATTTTTGTATATGTTTATGTTACTAGAATTGTCAAATTTTCCTGTATATATTATGTATCATTGGAAACAAACAAATGGAAAAAAGAATGATGATAATGATAACGGTTATATTTTAATAATAACAAAAATTTTATTAACAATTGAGATCATAATATATTTTACTTTAAGATTAACCTATTCACTGTATATTTTAATAGTAAATAGTAACTCAATGCCAACAGAAATACTAATAATATCAGCAATGTTATATTTACTGAGTATTTTTTGGTGGGTCAGTATGTTGAATCAAATCAGAAAATAATTTTGTTAAATTTTCTTTATCATCGATGAAATCTTGATTGGAATCAATAACAATAACATTTTTTGCTTTATTTATCAACCATTCTTCATGATATTTATGAACACTTTCCAAATATTGAATTGATATATTTTCTTCTGATTTTCTTCCTCTCTTTAATATTCTTTTTTGACAAACTTTTGGATCACATCTTAAATAAATTATTTGATGATTAAACTCTTTGCCAAAATTATCAAAGAAAAATTTGTTCCATTTGTTATATGCATTCCATTCAATTTCACTAATGAATTTATCATCATATAACATTTTGGCGAAAGTGTTCAAATCAGCGTCCAATGATCTATCCAATATAATGTATTTTTTAGTGGAATTATTTAAAGCTTCAACTATTTTGTTCATTCTGGTAATATAAGCAACATTCTGAAAAGTATATGACCATCTTTTTTTATCATTATAAAAAGTTTCTAAAATATTTTTTCCATCATCATCAACAATGTTAATCCAATCTTCAATAGGTTCGAATATAATTTCTACATTGTCTTGAAACAGTTCTTTTAACATATTTACAAGAGTGCTTTTACCTACTCCAATATTTCCTTCTATTGAAATTATTTGTTTTTTAAAAGTCATTTATAATATATATTTATTAACTAATAACACTTTATTTTATTATTTCAACTTTTACCAAAAAATTGAAAAAACAACAGCATATTGACCATGTTTACTAAAAGATTAATCAGTTATGAATTTCGAAATCTCTCAAAAAGTAGTAACATCCGCGAATGGTCAAACTGAAAAGACAATACTGATCTTTAGTAAGCAATTAGATCCATCTTTAATGAAGAGTTTGCTGGACATAACCAACAATGAACAATTTTACAATGAAACCGTTCAAGTTACTCCTGAAGATTTGTATCAATATTGGAGTGAAATAATGAGAAGAGCAGAAAGTGGTAACGAATCATTATTGGGTTTAGCATGTTACTTGAGCGATATTTTTAAGGAAAAAGCACAGCAGTACAATCAAATGTCTGAAGATGGTAAAATTACTTTTGATCATTTAAATAGAGTTTTTACAATTGGCAGTAAATTCGTGGCATATACAACTAATAATCAAATGGTTGGTAGTATTGTTCACGATACAAAAATAGAAAAAGGTATGTTTGGAGAAAGATATTTTGTTATAATCGGTAAATTCACTATTAGTACAGGCAAAGAATTTATTCAAATTGAAAAAGATTTCGCCATTTCAGATTTTAGAGGATTAAGAAATATTAGTGATCTTCCTGTTAGACCATTATCTGGTGAAGAACATAATATTCTGCAAAAAAGAGGAGATAAATTTGTTAAATATTGTTTGGGTACTCATTATTTAACTTATAATGGTGAAATGTTTAAACAATCATATTATGGACCAATTAATTTTAATGCTAAAGGAAGAGTAATGGTTGATGTAATTGGATTTAAAACAATGAATCCAAATTATGAAAGATATCACAATAACAGACAAGTGTGCAACCCTAATATTCCAGATGAGTTAAAGTTTATGACATGGCCATTTGTTCATGGTTTTAGCCTGTCTGCAAAACAATGGGGTGAAATTTATGTGGAAAATTTAGAAGAAATTAAGTTCGATGAAAATGCATTTGATTGTCTTGTTTTAGATAATAATTACAAAGAAATGGCAAAGGCGTTAGTTACAAATGTAAATGGCAGTTTCACTGATATTATTAGTGGAAAAAGTGGCGGTTGTATATTTTTGTTACAAGGTGTTCCTGGCACAGGCAAAACATTGACTTGTGAAGCAATTGCAGAATTATTACATCGACCATTATACAGTATAACGGTTGGTGAGTTAGGCACTAATCCCGAAACATTAGAAAAGAAACTTTCGATAATTTTGGAAACTGCCAACTCATGGAATGCCGTAATTCTTATTGACGAAGCCGATATTTTCCTCGAGAAAAGAACACAAGATGATATTCACAGAAATGCCATGGTAGGTATTTTCTTGAGATTACTGGAAAGACACCAAGGAGTTCTATTCTTAACGACAAATAGAGCTGATAGCATGGATGCTGCATTTAGAAGCAGAATAAGTATTATTATTAAGTATGATGAACTTGATGAAAAGAGTAGATATCAAATTTGGAATAACTTATTGAAAGCAGCCAATATATCTCTTGATGACAAAACAATAACACATTTATCAAAATATGTTATTAATGGTAGACAAATTAAAAATTCTATTAGAATGGCTCAGTGTTTAGCCTTGAGTGCTAAGAGATACGTAACATTGGAGGATTTCGAAAAAGTTATTGTAATGATGTAAATTGTTTATATAAACTATTGTCCAATATATAATTTTCAGGTTTATACGGATCTGACAACATATAATTTTGACTAATTACCCATGACACATATTTTTTGTCGTCTTTGATTTTATTTAATAGATTTTCAAAAACATCATATATATCTAACATTTTTCTATTTGCTAATAATTCTGTCTTAACATCCCCCATAATTTTTTTTATATTTTTGTTATAATAAGATTGACATTGACTCATTACATACTGCACAAATTTACGAATCATATCCATACCAATTAGATCTTCATCCTTGGAATAATTATCAAAAAGATTATTTAATTTCGAAGAAGAATTTACAGCTTCATCAATAGTATAATATTTCATATATTTTGTGATATTAGTCGAATATGGTTCGATTACAAAAATTCCTTCATAATTTGTCAGATAAACATAATACAAATAATTTTTTTCATAATTAATATCTCTGTCAGGAAATTTTAATTTATCATACATTTTCCTGTATTTGAATGACATTATTAAATACATATTGAACACATCTCTATTTTCTATTTTTTTTGATATTTCATAGATAATATATAGGTGGCTAAAATTTAGTTGGCGAAATAATTTTTTGTTGCTATCGTATCTGTTCATTAGTTTTGCTTTACGTTGCCATTTTCCTTGAAATAAAGTATCATAACAAATTCTCAGAATAATTTTTGGTTCAATATTATATTTATTTTTAAGATTAACATAAATTTGTTTTTTTATTGATCTTCTTAATTTTATTTTATTTTTTATCAAATATTTTTCCATTTGAACAAACCAATTCGGTTTTTCTCTTTTTTTCCATTTATCATTTTTACATTTTACGTCGGCATAAAAAAATCTACAATTTAATAATATGTCTTCTGATAAGAACTGATAATAATCAAATTTATTAGTCATTAAAAATGGTGTTAATCCAATAGATTTCAATGATAATGGTATATCGCTCTTTAAACACAACAAAACTTTCTCTGTTTTGTGTTCAGTTTTATCATATCTATATTTGTATTCGTCAATGAGAGCTAATCCTAAATTGACGGTCCACAAATAATTTTCTCTTGATTGTTTTATCCACACGTAAATAGGTATATTTTTCGATATCATATTGGGATTTTTATAATATATATCCAAATGTTTTGATTCATTGAGTTCATATTGTATTTTTGACAATAATTGAGCTATTTCTATTGGAATCTTAACTACATGTTTGTTGCAGTAATAAGATGCACATACTTTTGGATCATTATCTAAAAAAAAAAATTTACCATAGATAAGTATATATATAAGTATATTTTTTAAATTTGTATTTCATTTACAAAATATGTATTTCTTCCTGCAATCGTTTCCACGTTAACAAGATACCCATTAGGATCTTTTTTTTGGCCATAAACTTTAAATTTATAAGGAACTTCTAATTTTTTTGGCATTGTTTTGTTAATGGATAGTTTATAGTCATTGAGTTGCTCCACTAAATTAGAAAAATAAACAAATTTTATGTTATTATACAATTTTATTGATTCTGATTCTGTTAAACTGGATGTCTTTCTTTTGGGATTTATTTTAGAAAGATACAAAGATTCATTTTTTATATAATTTCCAATACCGCAAAATATGTACTGATTCATTAAAAATGCACATATGTTAATATTATAATCCAAAAGTGTTTTATAAAATATGTCACTGGTGAAATTATCGGAAAATACATCAATTCCCAGTTCATTCATTGCGTCATTATGTTCATCATAACTCAATACTCTAACAATACACAATTTTCTAGCATCATCAACATATATCTTTTCTCCATTATCAAATACAAGAATATATTTGGTATATTTGTGAGACTGATTATAAATCCAACCTGATATTCTCAATAATATATGAATCACATAACTTTTGGTTTTTAACCAAATTAATTTTCCTTTTGATCCAACACTAATAATTTTACTTTTTTTTGGAAATATAACTTTATTTTTGCTTAACGACACAATATTAGTTATATTAGCATCTAGAATATTTTTGTTTATGTATTCTGATAATAATTTAATTTCGGGACCTTCTGGCATATATTATATAATTGTAATATATATTATAATGGTCAACATACCAAAAACTAATAATCATATTGAAATAGACAAAATGTTTTCTATTATCAATGACACACTGGCACACAATCCGTATGATAAATTAAAAGACGAAATAAAACACACTATGTGGGTTGAACAATGCGAAAGCAATTTTCCAGTTTTATATTTGGCAAGTATATTTTTACACAGATATGCCCAAAGCAGAAATATAAATAAATATATTTTTGCGACACGAGATTGCTGTCAATGGTATAAAATATTTAACAAACTGTATCCACAAGAAAATATATCATACTTCCATTGCTCAAGAAACATGTTTTACAATGCAACAATGGAAAAGAACAATTTTTATCGAGAATATGTGTTAAAAGAAATAGGAGGCATTAATAATATCGACAATGCCATATTCATAGATATTCATGGAACAGGAAAGAGAATGTTTGAATATTTTTCGACAAATTATAATACAGTACCTCATTACTTTTTATTGACATCCACATTTAAAAAATACAAAGAATTTCCACAGATAACAAAATCATATATGAAACAAAAAAAAGTATTTAATATGATATTTAATGCAAGAGGAGGTCCAATAGAGATGTTAAATTATGATTTGGTTGGAACTTTGCAAAATTACGATTCAAAAGGTCCGGTGAGAGATAAAATTGAATATGATATCAATTTGATAGATGTTTATCACAAATGCATAAATGTATTATTGAGTAAAATTGTTCCGATAAATATGAGTACTCTCAGCAACACTCAAATACAAAATATCAGAATAAAAGCAGAAGAAATATTTGAAAAAATAAGAGAAATTAGACCATGTATATCAAAAATAATTGATCACGTGAACAAACATGGACCCGAAAATTTAGTCCCAATACCAAAAACAATTCCTAAAACAATTCAAAATTTAACATACAACAAAATATTATGTAATGACGCAACATATGGTTTAATATGGGATGGAGAGTTTAATAAAGAACCGTGCGTTATTAAGATGATCAAAATTGATAATTCTAAAAATGTAGATTTTAACACCAATGATGAAAAACCTTTTTTACACAAAGAATTTAAAAACAAAAAAAGTGTTAGTAAAGAAAAGTTCTTACATGATGTAAATCAGATACAAATGTTGCACAAATACGGGTTAGCTCCAAAAATTTATGATTTTTTTATAAAAGAAAAAAGAATAGAATATGGATTCATCATAATGCAAAAAATGGATTGTTCTTTGAAGGATATACTGAAAAAGAGGAAATTAGATATCCAAGAAAATTCTTTAATAAAAAAAATGATTAATAATTTACATTTCGAAAAGAAAATTGCGCATAATAACATGAAGCCAAGTAATATTGGAGTTAAATTGAATAATTTAGGAAAAATTATTGAATGTAATTTTTTGAGTTGTCGAAAAATCACTCTGGAGAAAAATAATAAAAAGTTTTCAAAATTAATCAAAAAAGATTTGGAACGCTTTGAAAAACATAAAAAGTTAATATTGGAGGGACGATTGTAATGCATTGTGAATAGTATCATTGTCAAATTTCTTCCACATTTGTAATTGTTCATTTATCTTCTTATTCCAAAGATCTTTATTCCTACATATTTCAAAACATGTCTGACATATTTTATCGTACTTTACAAAGTCAATACTATCTAACTTACTTTGAAGTTCTAAATCCAACGATTCTTCGGAAACTACAACAATCGGAACATTTCTGACATCCATTAGTCTATGTATCTCTAATGATGCTTCTGCAGAATCCCTATGAACATTTAAAAATAATTTACATCTATTTGCGTATTTTGGCAACTTATTTCTCCAGACATTTACACACACTAAACCAATTCTTTCCAATTTATTTTTTATGTTTATTCTTCGTTGGTTGTGCATAGGTATTATAACATCTATTTTTCGGCATCTAAAATTATTATTAAAAATAATCGAATTGTATAGTTTAGTATTATCAGAGTAAGTAATTGGAACATGCACACCTGTATGAATATTATAATTATTTTTCAAAAATTCAATGTTACTTTTTGAATAATCCCATATTGCACACGCATTCATACATAATTTTTCTACTATATACTTTTTCTGTACAAGATCTTCCGTTTGGATTGCAATATATTTGTTCGATGGACATTCACTAAATAAGTGAGCAATAATTATACATAAATAATCCTTCTGAATGTCTTTAGTGGTCGTGACAATATTAATATTGGTTATACCCGATCTATACAGCCAAATATACCATAATTCGACATTATGATAAAAACATCTATATTGGTCATATATAATATACACTCCTTTTGTCTTGGCTTCTTCAATAAAATTTTTGGAAGCTTCAATTCCTATTCTATACTCGCTCATTTATTTATAAATGGAAAAAATATTAAGGTCATAATTCAAATATTTATTGTTGATATATGTTATATGAAAATTTATTTATTTGGAAGCTGTCGTGTTTGGGATTTATTTAAAAATAAAACTGTGACTATATTGAACAATAATTATAGAACTCTGATGCATGATATTTCTCAGTATGTTCAAGAAATGAAAATTTACAATAAAGTTATTGATATTCCAGAAAATTTATTACAGTTTATGTATTATTCTAGTTATAAAAACAAAATATGTGATAATATGTCAGAAACTATCAAAAATCAAAAAAAATATATAAATGAAGCAGATATTATTGTTGTGGAGATCTCAACTCTGAAATATATTATTAAAGATGGTATATATTTGGACATACAGCAGGCATCAAAAACTGATAATAAAATTATGTCATATGACAAAGAAGAATTTATTAGCAAATTTAATGAATTCATTGAAATGTTGCCTCACAAAAAAATATTATTTGTTGGTCATATATATTTACCTCATATGACAATAGACAAATTGAAAGTTAGAGAAAAATTAAACGAATATATTAATTTTTGCTCATCAAAATACACAAATGTTTTTTTCTTTAATCCATCAATTATTGTGGAAAAATATGGATGGAACAATATGATGATTGACACTACTCACTATTCTAAAAACGGTCGTTCCATCGTAGAAACAGAAATAATTGATTTTATGAAAAAAATGTGATTGTTATATGATAATGAAACGATCAAAATTATATATTTATTGTTTAGCAGATTACATTTTAATTGTTATATGTGCGTTTTTATTGTGTAAATTTATGCATAAAATAATATTATTAATAATATGAATTTTTTTAATGATATGAATATTTCACTGAACGATAATATTAAAAAAATTCAAAATAAATCATTTTGTTTCAACTCTTTAAATTTAGATCAATGCGACGAAATACCATCATATGGATCTTTCACCTATAATCCAAATGATTTAGAAATTCAAAAATCTAATATTCGAAGTTTTAGACCCACTCAAATCATTGATAAAGATCACGAAAATTTAACCAGATTACTTGAATATGAATTAGCCAACCGAAATTTTTATATCAATAAAGTCACTTCTAATTTTTATTCTGACCAAAACAAGATGAAAATAATGAAAACCACAAATACCTTATTAAATGAAGGAATAAAATTCATTGAGGATAATAATATAAAAGAATTAAAAAAATTATCAACAGAACATTTTAAGGAAAAGGATTCAAATAACTTTACTTAAATACGCAATATTGAATAATGATTTTGAAATAGTAAAAGTAATCTTCGAGAAAATGGATTTAAAGTATGAAGATCAATCATTATTCGCTCTTGCTTGTGAACACAACAACAATAATATAATTAAATTACTTATGCCAGAAAATAATTTTGGAGTAGTTGGTGGGTCAGAAAACCCGTTATATTATATAATAAAAAATGGTAATACTGAAATACTTAAAATTTTAGCCGAAAAAGACAATTGTGATTTCAACATAACATTTAAAAATCGAAAAAATATTTTAACATATTGTTTAGAACAAAATAATTTTGAAGTTATAAAAATCGTCATTAATCATCCAAAGATAGTTCAAACTATCAGTGACACTTCTTTATTAATAAGTAAAGGAGACTTGTTGAACGTATTATTGCCAGAAATTTTAAGTCACAAAAATATTACAATAGAAAACATTAACAATTTCTTTATTGAATGTCTAAAATCAAACTTTGTCAGTAATGATGTAATAACACTTCTTCTTGATCATGTAAATATCAATTACCAGGATGCATATGGCGACACTCCCCTCATGATATGTTATGATATGTTATGATAAGCTATATTTTGACAAGATAAATATCTTATTACAGTCAAATAAAGTGGATTTATCACTTTGCAATAAAAATGGCACAAATATACTAATGTTAATGATTGAAAGATATAACTCATATTATTTTGAGACAGTTTTGGATTATTTAAAACAACATTATGATTCCAATGAAATAAAACAAATATTAAGCCAAAAAAATACAAATGAAGATGATTGTCTGTTAATGGCTTCATCTGAAGGTTCGAATATGGATATCGTTAAAAAAATAGTAGAATTGGGTCGCACAGATTCGCCAGGTAACCTTTTAGTTTATGGACAAGGTTGTAATTATGATAATTTAATATCTTTGTTAATCAGGAGAGGTGTTGATATAAATGTGATAGATAATTTCTGTTACAATGCTTTGTTTTATGCTTATGAAAAGAAAGATATGACATTAATAAATATTTTATTAAATCATGGAATTCATCTTAATCACAAAAACATAAATGATGAAAATATATTAACAAAAATCATTAATAATGAAAAAACAAATAAGGATGATATATACATAAGCAATCGAATCATATCCAGTGAATTATTTGATGTCAATGATCAGGATTACAATGGAAATACTGTTTTCCATCACTCTATTACAAAAAATAAAAATTATATTGTTGCAAAATTATTAGAAAATAAAAAAATAAATCCTAATATACAAAATTATATTGGTAATACTGCCTTAATGGAAGCGGTAACCAATGATAATTGGAACTATGTTGAATTATTACTAAAACACCAATCGAATATTAATTTGAAAAATAATTATGGACTCACAGCAACTGATATTGCCACAAAAAATCAAACAATACACTTTCTTTCCAATATAATTGACAAATATACTCAAAATAAAAAGAAAGGATGGTTTAATTAATTTGGCTTTTAGAATTAATTGTTTTTAATAAATTCTAAAATATACATATTTTTAGCATTTTCTTGCCTTGCAAATTTGTTTTGTCTTGGTGTCAACTTCCAAGTCAAATGTTGCTTGAGGGAAGTGGCAATCATTCAAGATCTTTGGTTTGCATTTATAATCGCAATCAATATTGACTGTGAATATGCATCTTTCCTTGCAATCTGAAATCTTCTTTGATTTCTTGTGAGTGATGTGACATCTTGGCTTAGTTTGAATGTCCAATGCAACATCGAAACATGCATTCTTTTGACATACTTTAGTACATTTCACAGAAGGACATGCCAAAACATCAACATCAACCTTTGTGTCACAGTTCAATCTGCAAGCATCATTGCATGATTCCCATGATTTGGTTGAGCATGTAGATTTGGTGTCACAATCTTTCTTGTGTTTCTTATCACTATGTTTCTTTTTCTTATCACAATGCTTTTTCTTCTTGTCATCGTGTTTCTTATGCTTCTTTAATTCACAATCAGAATCACTGAAATCGCTGTGTGAGTCACTATTAAAATCACTATAGTATTTACCCATATTAGTATATACTAATATTATATTTTTTTTTCAGATTTTAATAAAATTTATTCTGAACGCTTTTTGAATTTTTAAATCTATATCAATTTAAATATTTCTTATAATAAAAGTTATCAATTAAAATGGTAAAGTAAAATAGCTAGTATTTCCACCTCCAAAATGAACCCAGGTAACTATAGCAAATTTCGTATTACTTTTAGGTTTTTCAGCATAATGACTAAAACAGAAAAAAGCTGGAAACATTAAGATTGTTCCTTTTTTTGGTTTTACTGAAAGATTATAAAATGGAAAAACAGTATTTCCTCCTTCTTCCACATCATTTAGATACATTATGACACTGACTTGTCTTGTTGAACTTTGTATTGACCAATTATCTGAATGAGTGTGAAAATGTTCTGGTTTGTCGCTTGTATTATCATAACACAACAAATTTGGAGCTTCTAATAAAGTGCAAAAATGCAGTGTACCTGCTCCCGCACTATCACCAATATCTTTCTTATATTTTTCCAAATGAGTGCGTATATTATCCTTCATATTATTAAACAATTCAGATGGTAGATTGTTGTACAGTGGCAGAGATGATGATCTTCTCCATTCATGGTCAAATCTTTGGACAAGATTAGGATTATTTTTATAGAATTCAACTAAACTGTCACAAAATTCATTGGTCATCGCATTCTCGTAAATTTGTATGTAATTGCTCATATATATAAATTTATTCTTTTTTTTTGTTTATATATTTTTATAATTTCGTATCATTGATGTTATATATAATCAATTTAAAATTTGAATCATCATTACCACATATAATTAATCGTGAACAATCTTCGCTGAATTTGGAACATATGTTATAATAACCTTTTGAATCAAATACTGATTTCATTAATTGATAATTTCTTTCTTTATTCAATGTGTGAATGCATAACGATCCATAATCAATATTTGGCTTATATCGTTCATAATTGTGTTGATTTATGAGAGCATAATGCATATTTTTGCTTAGTGATACTGCCACATTTGACTGAAATTTTTTTTCAAACACAATCTTTAATTTTTCATCTTTGAACCGAAGTAATTTATACTCATTTCCATCATCGTTAACAGATTTTATTGAACGCGAATCAACTATTTTCTCACTGGTCAAGTCTGCTCTTTTCGTACCTATTCCTATATAAGCATATTGAATTCTCTTAACACTTATGTCATATGATATTAATTCTTGTGGAAGCTGATATTTTGTCACATATTTTAATATATTATTGTTAAAAGAATATACTGATAAATAATAAGGACTTTGCTTTGACACAATACTATCAACTAAAGGTAAAATTATATAAATGTTTTCAGAATTTGATGTTTTCAGAGAGAAGGTTTTTGGCGAAATATAAAAAATTCCTGAGCATTCTAAACTTGTTATCAGATTTAGGTTGCTTGAATCATAAATTTCGATCAATCCATTTGTGAAAGTTGATATATCATCTAATTGTTGTTTATAATGAATTAATATAACATATTTTTCATCTTCAGTAAAACATCCCCCAAAAAAAGAATTAGAGTTTTTATAATTTAAGAATTCTTTTGTCAGTATAACGTCTAATTTAGAATCAAATATACGTAATCTGGCATTATCGTGGTTCTCATCATAATCTAATATTGAGAATTTCTTGAAATTTTTAGAAGCATAACCTGATTGAATATATGGATAATTTTCACATTTGTTTATTTTTTTAATAATAGTCAAACCATCATTATGATATCTAAGCAATTCAGCAACATTATCACTGTTATTACCACAAAACACTGAAAATATATTGGTTCCATCGTTTGACACTGATAATTCACATTTAAAATTTTTGTTTTCTGGTTTTTCGTAAATATATTTTTGTTTGAATATGCCTTTTTCCATTATATATATTAACTACACTAAAATGTTATGCTTATATATACATAATTTGATATAAAGACATATCCCATTTAATATGTCATAAAATGTCAAAGAATAACTTATATTGGTTAAACAAAAATTTAAATGTCAAAGATTGCGGAAAAATAGTAGATGTTTTTCAAAATTGTATAAATTTGTTGGGAGAAAATTCTTTTGGATCAGTGTATCTTTGTGTGAATGTTTTTGATGAAACTAATATCAAGATTGAATATTTAGAAAAAAATGGTGTTTATGAAATATTATTTAACGGCAAGATAATTGATAATGCAGATAATCGATATAAATTTGTATACGATTTTGTTGCTTATTGCAAATATTTGGTGACGACTTGCGACAATAATAATGTTGATGATGATCACAAATTTTTGTTATTCAAAAAATATTCATTATTAAACAAAGCTTAATTACTTTATAGATACATTGTCTAATAAATTAATAATTTTTTCCATTTTAACATATGATTTCAGTCTATCATATGATTCACAAATTTCGTTAAACTTTAGTTGAAGATTAAGGTACAAATTTTGATAATACAAAAGATTTTCTCTGTAGTGATCAATAATTTTTGTTTGATTTATTCCAAACTCTTCTGATTCATTAATTTTTTTTATAATTGAAACTACGTCTGCTATTTTTTTTTCACACAAACAAATTTGTTTTTTTGTGTTGTTATATTCAATAAACAATTGTTCTTTATCCATTAATATATATTATAATAATCACAGTAATTCAAGAAATATTATTTTCATCTTTTTTGTACAATCCGAAATATGGATCAAAATTAAATCCATATTTACTATAAATATTTTCATTATATTCCCCAATATTCTCATTTTTACGATTTACAGTTAAATCAAACTTTTTATTTCCATCAAAATAATGCTTTAAAATTTGATCTGTTATTGCATTTCTATTTATTTGATGCTTTTTTATCAAATTTTGCACAATTTCACTCAATCTTTTTTTTATTTCACCCGTCAACATCTGACCAGATTTATACTTGATTGCAATATCTTTCAGTTCATCATCATCATCCAAAAAATATAATAGCCATTGATATGCAATATCTATTTTTAAATTTGCTCCATTTGTTTGCTGTAATATTTTTGTATCTCCTCCACCTGAAAAACATTTTTTTATTTTTTTATCTATTGTCTTACAGTCATCAGTCATAAAAATTGCAGTATTATTACCTGTAGAACTCATTTTTGCATTTGTACCTTCCAACGAAACAAGAAATTTAGTATGTATTTCTGAAGGTTTAAGATATCCACGGTGTTTTAATTTATCAGCAACATCACGTGAATTACGAATATAAGGACATTGATCAATTGCCATTATAACCAAACAAGGAATAGTATCTTTTCCAAATATATTCTCGAATGAGTTTGAAAAAACAGGAGCAATTTGAAAACATGGCCAGCTGAATTCTCCTACATTATTTTGGTAATTTAAACCATATGTGCTCTTTATTTGACTACCAGACATATTTTTCATAACTAGTACCACATTTTTGTATATACTATTCCCCATATTATCCAAATCAGAAAAAATAAATGTTTTATCAGGATTAAAACCACAAGCAATTATGTCTTTAGCATTCTCATATGACAATCTATTTGCTTCCTCTAATTCTAAATTTTCTTTAAAATAAAATTTCTCTGTATCAGACATTTGAATAACAACTATTGCATCCAATGCGTCCTGAATATATTTTGTGAACATAAATGGAATCATGTGACCCATATGCAAAGCTTCTGAAGTTGGTCCTCTTCCAGTGTATACATATACTGGTTTTCCAGCCTCATATACATTCAGAATTACTTCTAGATCTTTATGAGAAAAAAATAATCCTCTTCTCAACCAAGTATGTGCTTTTTTTCCAGTAACCTCTTCAAATCTTCTTATTAATTTGCCATCTATCGGCTTACATCCAAATTTGTCGATTAATTTATCATAATCGATACTGCCATTAGATGATACTGTCCAGGGAGTAACTATTTGTTCTGATTGCATTTTTGCTACTAATATATATTCATTTCTTTTAACGTTAATTTTTCAATTTTATTAGAATGTTTTTCTTCATGGATAAAAAATATAGTCATAATATAATTATGAATCAAAGTAAAAAAATATCAATTGTCATTCCCTATTATAATAGGTTACAATTATTGTACTGGTCTTTAAAAAGTATAATGCAGACAAAATATTCAAATTATGAAATTATTATAATTGATGATGCCAGTGATGATTTTTTGGAATTAAATAGTATAGCTAGTAAAAATATTAATGTCAAAGTAATTCATATCGATAAAGAGGAAAAAGGAAAACGAACAAATCCATGTATTCCAATAAACAAAGGCATTCAAGTAGCAACAGGAGATATAATTATTATACAAAATCCAGAATCCTATCATATCGGCGATATATTAAGTCATACAGCTGCTAATTTAACCGAAAACGATTATTTTGTGTATTCGGCCTATAATATACACAGTGATGAATCAAACAAAATTTTCATAAATCTCGCAAATAAGACACTTAAAAATATTATGGAAATACCAAAAGAAAAAGATAAATTAGAATGGTATCAACATCCTGAACACAGAAACAATAAACTACACTTTTGCGCATCCATATTTAGAAGAAATATAGAAATTCTTGGAGGATTCGATGAAGAATATAAAAAAGGAGTTTGTTTTGATGATGATGATTTTGTTTTTAAGGTAGAAAAGATTGCCAAACTCAATCTGAAATCATTGGATCCAGAAAATAATCCTTACATAGTGAACCTGTATCATCCTCCCTCAAGTTCAATGGGAATATTGCTGGCGAAAGAAACCCCAGAAAATAAAATAATAAAAGATAGATGGTATAACAACAGAGATTATTATAATTTCAAAACATCATCCATTAATCCAAATTTTAATTATCCAAGAATCGTTCACTTTTTCTGGTTTGGTCCTTTGCCTTTCTTGAATTTTCTATCTATTCTATCTTTTCATAAATATCATCCTGCCTGGGTAATCAATGTATATAAAAGTAATAAGGCGACCGATATAAATATATGGAAAACTGGTGAACAGAGAAAAATGACAAAACAATACAAAGATTATTTTATTTATTTATATGACTTGCCATATGTGAATATAATTAATGCAGATGATATGACAAAAGAATTGGGTATTCAAAATATTTACATGACACATCAATCTGATGTTATGAGAATGTATATTTTAAAAATATTTGGTGGTGTGTACAGTGATTTTGATATTATTTACACTGATAACATAGAAAAATACTTTGCAAATAAAACAAAAACTTTAGTATTTGATAGACATGCTGGCAGAAAGGATAGATATTGTCCTAATGCATTGTTTCTTGCAAATAGAGGATGTGGATTTTGTGATTATGTAATAAAGAGACAATTAAATTATATAAAGCAAGGAGCAGAAGGGTACAACAATGTTGGTCCAGAAATTATAAGAACAACAGTTATGGATCCCAAATTTGCATTCGCTTTAGTAAATATTGAGATATTAGACAGTAAATGTTATTTGCCCATTGAATGGAACGAATTGGATCAGTTATATAAATACCAAGAATTTACTGTAAAAGATCCTTATTTTTCTGTCCACTGGTTCAACGGAGCTGCGCGATCAAAAGAATATATGGAAAAGTTCAATGTAAAAAATTTTAATGTAGTTTGCAAAATGGATAAACTGGTTGGGGATTATATTGATGCACTCAAAATATATGAGAATGATGAATATTATGCCAAAATCATAAATCAACATAACAAAAAAACTTTAGAATCTGTTTTCACTGATATTTACAGGAAAAATTTATGGAATTATCCGCAAATGGAATCAAAATCTGGAACTGGATCTACATTATTTAACACAATATACGTTAGACAAGAACTTCCAATACTTTTTAAAAAAATCGGAATCGTGAGTATTTTAGACGCGGGTTGTGGAGATTTTAATTGGTTCAAAGAAATAAGGCAACGAAATATAAATTACATTGGAGTGGACATTGTGAAAGAAATTATTACGGAAAACAATAAAAAGTATCAGTGCAATAATATTAAGTTTGTTAACAAAGATTTTTTAACTGATGATTTACCAAAAAGTGATATCATAATTTGTCGTGATTGTCTAGTATCTTTATCAAACTCTGATATAAAAAAAGCTATTACTAATTTTAAAAAATCAGGTAGTAAATACTTATTAACCACAAATTTTGGAAGAAAAAGAAAAAATATTGATGTTACCACAGGATCTTGGAGACCTCTATGTCTAGAAAATGAACCCTTCAATCTTCCATCTCCTATATACAATATATTGGAAAAATGTACTGAAGCCAACAATCTATATAATGACAAATCTTTGTCTTTATGGAATTTGTCCAGTATTAATTTAAACTAAAATTGATAAAATCAAACACTTTTTTGTAACTGATTAGCTTATTTATGTAACGCGACAACACTGTTTTATCTCGTTTCAAATCTGTCATTAACTGTGAATAAAAACTTTCAAAAGTTTTGTCATTCAGGAACCATTTTATTCCAATTGTTGTTTTGGGAAAAATTAAATTTCTTGTTTTGAAACAATCATTTATTGTTTTAAATGGCGTATATATATCCGAATTTTGTTTTAATATTTTTTGGGAATATTTATTTATTAGATTATGATCCAATTCAACTAATTTTTTTAATTCTAAAAATAGATTTGTGTTAGGCATTGCTATCATTATATCATCACAATATGAATTATCATTCGAAAACAAACATACTTCTTTCTCGATTGGAAAATTAGACATAATATCATGAATGGATTTAACGTAGAATATATCCTGATTCATCCACATACCTCCTTCCTCGTATAAAACATTGTATTTTAAGTTTTCTTTCAAATTAGTTGGTAATATTTGAACGTCTGTTATATTTTTCAAATAATTGACAAACATATTATTAGAAATATTTTCTTGATGCATCCACACTTTTATTTCCCAATCAGGATTATTTGTCTTGAAGGATAATAATGATAAGTAAGACAATAAATTGGATCTATCATCCCAATATGTGTGCAGGATTTTTGGCACATTTTTTTTAGAATTTTTGTTTGATAATATCTTGTTTTCATATATCTGTTTATTATTTGCCCATCCTTTTCTAATAGGATTGTTAGTAGGCAATAAATCACAATTCACATAAGGAAGAGGATCATGATATTGATGTATTACATATATATTTTCTGGTATTATCTTCTGTAAATTTAAAGAATCTATTTTATGAACTAAATCAGAATCGTCATAACAATATCCGTCTCGATACTCATGAGAAAATCCCCTTATTTTTAACAAATTCTTTTTTGTAATAGCGGAACAAAAATGATAATATGTAGGATTTAATGTTTTGTGATTATACCATTGAGAATTATTTTTATCAAATAGTTTCATGATATCATTGTTTATGTTATTTTTCAATAATATATTATCCTGATATGATTTTAAAGAAAGACAATTAAATGACAGATAATTTCTATCATTCACATTCTTCAATACATATTCTATTATATTTGAAGTATAACATACCTCTGGATTTTGTAGTATAATTATTTCACCTTCTGTCAAACATATTCCCTTGTTATAAGCAATACATGGATTTATATGATTCTTTTCTGCTCCTATCATTTTTATTTTAATATTTAAACAAAATAGGTCTTTCAATAACATCACTTTATCACTACAACAACTATTATCATCAACCACAATGATCTCAATTGACTCATTCCTAAATTTTTCAATTTGTGACAATGTTAAAACAAACTGATTTATTCTATTATAATGACTGAAAACAATTGATATTTTTCTTGGGCAATATTTATTGTTTACATATGAACCATTTATTTTATTAAAAATATCGAAATGATTAAGCACAATATTTCCTTTGTCATAAGAATGTTGTTCATAAATTCCATAAATTTTTTCATAATTTTTTTGTTCCTCTATTCTAAAATCAAAAACTGACTTTATTTTTTTTGAATTCATTGATTCTATTTTCGAAAAATGAACAAAATTAAAATCATTCATATCAATATAATATCTATTGTTTTTTCTCAACATAAATGATTTGATTAACACATTTATTATTTTGGATTGATTTTCAATTACAACATCATCTAAACTATTTTCATGAGTATAAATTCCAAATGTTTGGTTATTGGACAATATGTCAATACATTTAATATATGAATCAATAACATTCATATTCTCAAACATTTTTTTATTAGTCTCAGTGTCAATTCCATAAATATCATTGTCTGTTAACATTATATTTTTATACTTATTCCAATTTATATTATTCACATCAGATTCCAATATTTGTTTGCAAAAAGAATTTTTTAATGTCCCCATCATAAAATTTTGATTAACAATTCTGGCACCCAAGTCTCCTAATGTATTGCTGTTTATTCTATTAATAAAAAATACATTCATGTCATAATAAATTCCGCCAAAGTTATAAGCTAAATAAAATTTAATATATTGTTTTCTTGTTTCTAAATCAATGTCTTTGGGTAAATCAAGAACTTCAGCAAATAGAGGAATATACTGAATATTTGGCAACATTTTTATTTTTTTCAATATATCAATGGATTTTGACCAATCAATATTAGTTTCATAATAAATAAATATTTCCCAATCACTATGATAAAATATAAACGAATCCAATGACAGATAATTAAATTTGGTTAAAACTTCGTTATGCAAATATATATGTAATTTTTTTGGAATGTCTTTTGAATTGTTTTTTGTTGTATTTATGGCTTTTATATTCTCATCAGTGAAAGTGTTAGATTTCGTGACACTACAATAAAATCTCTCATCTATAGCATATTTTGCCATTTTTTTATTAAAAACTTCCTGATTCATCATCCACAAAATATCTCTATCATATCGATATAACACAGAAGGATCATGATATTGATGCAATGTCAGATTGTCGAGTAAATGCACATTTAAACAATTCTTTTTTATTATTCTTTTTACAATGTCGTTGTCATCAAAACAAATTCCATTTTTATAATCGCTATCGAATCCTCCTATTTCAATCATTTTTTTCCTGTAAATTGCACAACAATAATGGTAAAGAGTTGGCAAGTATTCTTTATGATTTAAATATCCTAATCGTTGAACATTTTTTATGGTATTTCCACTGATATTCGTAGTTGTTAACATTTGTTTGATAGCTGTATAATTTTTTAGATAGTCATCTTTGGAAGTTACTAGGTCTCCGATTGTTTGATTTGTTAAAAATGAATCAGAACCCACACAAGTATAACTGAAATAATCGTTTTCCTTTAAATTTTCAACGGTATATTTAATAATATCGTCAATGTACATAACTTCAGAATTTTGTACTATTAATATATCTCCTGTACTGTGATAAATTCCAGTATTATAGGCAATACATGGATTTACGTATTCTTTTTGATTAATATTTATCAGTTTTATGTTATTCTTAAATATTGATTGATATTTGTTGACTATATTCTGCGGATTGTGGCCTTCATCTGATTTATCATTGACTATTATGATTTCAATATTGTTATATTCGCTGTATGATATCATTTTTAATGTATTTTCTAATTGCGGCAATCTATTGTAATATCCCATAATTATCGAGACTTTCATTTGTATATAATAAAACACCAAAATTTTTACAACAAATATTTTGCCATATTACCTTTACTATATATAAAAGTAATTAACATCTCAATAATATACTTATAAAAATGTAAGTTTAAAATCAAATATAGATTAATTCAAATTATTTATTATTATAAAAACAATAAATAAAATATAAGTTATAAGTATATATAAGTTATGTCAAATAACAGAAATTCAGGAAATGATATGAACAATGGGGCAGACAATTCTAACTCAATGAATGCAAACAATTATAACTCTGATGATGTGAACAGAAACCAAGCAGGTGGTTATGGAATCAGAGGAAAAAGTGGCAGAAAACAAGGATCTAGAGATCAAAGCGAAGATGCATTCCAAAACAGATCACGTGGTCAAAAAAGAGGATATCAAAAAAGATCTGGCTCCAAACAAAAAGGCGGTTATGGTGTACCAGGCCAAGGAAAAGGTAGAGTGTTAAGTCCAGAATGGAGACAACACATCAGTGAAGGTGAAAGAAACAGTTACCAAAGAAGAAAGAGCCAAAATGCTGAAGACAGCCAAGAAGGTGGTTATGGTGTACCAGGAATGAATAGAGGAAACCAAAATGCTAGAGGTAAGGGTTCTCGCCAACAATCAAAGAAGGGCAGCAAGTCTAATTCTAGAAACAAAAACAGATCTATGTCAAGAAACAAAAAAGTTGATGAAGATATAAAACAAGTTGGTGGTAAATCTAAAAAATCAAATTCTAGAAACAACAACAATAACAACAATAACTCAAATTCTAGAAATAACAACGATTCTCAAGAAGGTGGTTATGGTGTACCAGGCCAAGGAAAGGGTAGAGTATTGGATCCAGAATGGAGACAAAATATTAGTGAAGGTTTAATGGGTAACCAAAATGCAAGAGGTAGAGGTGCAAAACAACTTGCTAGAGCATCAAGCAAGAAATCATCTAGCAAGAAATCATCAAGCAAAAAAGCATCAAGCAAGAAATCATCCAGTAAGGGTGCAAAGAAATCAGGCAGCAAACGCGCAAAATAAACAAAACATTTTTAATTTGAACACAATTTACTTTTAAAAATATATATTTTCATCTTCGTTATAAATAAAAATATGTTTAAATACTTTAAAAAAATCATTTTTTCTATTCAGTGCATACACTGTCATAATCTTCACTGTCTGTAAAATCATCATATTCTATAGTATTGTTTATATAATTTGTTATCGAGTTCAACAATAACTCATCTCCAAAATTATTTTTCATATAAAAATTCTCAATTACTGGTAAACTTTTGTTAAATTCCAAATCATCAGCATCCATATTTAATTCAGATAATTTTCCTGATCTCTTTCCAAGTTTTTCATATGTATGTTTATTTATTAAACATTTATATTGTTCGCACTCAACCAATACATAATTACTCAGATCCACTTCTGAGTATTTATTTATCATTTGATCTACGGTAACTCCTTTTTCGAACTCTTCAAACAATAGTTTAATAATTCTTTTTGGTATGTATTGATCTGTCATATAATGCTGTATATAACGCCAAACACTTAAACCTTTTCAAGAAATTGAAAAAAAATATTATTGCTCATAAATACAATAGTTTATATGTTAGTTATATGAATAAATTATTATCAGATTCTATTTTTTCTCATAATGACTCCATTGAAATAGAAAAAAATTTCAAAAGAAAGTGCCCAAAAGAAAAAATATACGTCAAAAGAATGAAAGAGGAATTAGAACTAATAATTAGTAAAAATTTGGCTCGTCATGTATTGAGAGTTTGTGAGATATTAAATTTACTTGAAAATGTACCTCATATAATTAGAGGATCTTACGGATCGTCATTGATATGTTATTTATTAGGTATCACTAATATAGATCCAATCAAGGAAAATATATCATTTTCACGTTTTTTGAATATATATAAAACCAAACTTCCAGATTTTGATATTGATATTCCTCACATAAAACATGATTTGGCATTTAGAAAAATTAGCAAAAAATGGGGTAATAAAGTTGCTAGAATATCCAATCACGTGACATATGGCGAAAAGGAGGCCACAAGAAAAGCAATAAAAGAAATGGGGTTTAATAAAATAGTTCCAAAAACAAAATGCAATAGCAATTTTTTTAAAGATGAAGATAAAAAAAAAGAACTTATTAAAAAAATTGCTAGTATTAAGAATACTTTTAAATGTTACAGTTTACATTGTGGAGGAATAATTTTTTTCGATCAAGACATACCGAAAGAACTTATTGTAAATAATAAAAACAAAGATATTCAGCAGATTAAATATAACAAAGACGATGTTGATAAAAAAGGAATATTTAAAATAGATATATTATCAAACAGAGGATTAACCCAATTATTTGATATATCAAATATGCCTATAGAGAACTATCCTAATGGCGATCATAAGGTTGTTGAATTATTGTGCAGTGGAAAAAATATTGGACTCACATTCGGAGAAAGTCCTTTAGTTAAAAAACTGCTGTGTTTTACAAAACCCAAAAATATAAATGATTTGGCCAAATGTTTAGCCATTATAAGACCAATGGCTTCTGGTGACAATATCAATAATAAAAAGATAAAAAAAACTGACGTTACCGACGAAATCGATTTTGATAATTTATTGAGTTCAAGTATTATATTTGATGATGATGCTATTCAATATATTCAAAAAATAATAGGATGTACTGAAGAAATCGCAGATAAATATAGACGATCTTTTGGTAAATCTGATTGGAAAGAAATAAATAAATTTTGTTGGATTTTGAAAAATAAAAAAAATATTAGTTCTCAGGATTGTGATAAAATAAAACAAAAATTGTTAAATTTAAGAAAATACAGTTTCTGTAAAAGTCATGCATTTTCATATGCAAAATTAGTCTGGGCACTCGCTTACCAAAAAGTCTATAATCCTGCTTTGTTCTGGTTATCAACATTAAATAATTGTGATTCTATGTACAGATCATGGGTCTATTTTAGAGAAGCGAAAAATGTCGGCTTAATATTGACTTTGGGAAAAAAACCTTGGGTTCTGAACAATAACACTCTAATATCTTCTTCTTCTATAGAATATGATGGTAAATTGAGTATGAGAGATCAGATAAAACAATATGGATATTGGATAAATGATAATTTTTTGGATGGATGTTCAGTGAATGTAACTAATGCAAATATATCAAAAGTAAAATTTGTAGGTTTGATTGCTACAGGAAGAATTACCAGAAAATATAAAGACAATAAATGTACATATCACACATACATTACAATCGGTTATGCTAATTGTCGATATATAGACATAATTATTGACAGTTTTGTGTTTTTCTGGAATTATGATATTATCAAAGGAGAAGGAATATTCAAAGAATTAGACAAAGAATCTCGGTATGGAGTTATTCATACTAATATTCATAAACTTGAAAAATTGAATTAAATTTATTATATTACATTACATCACTTACCGTTATTGACTAATTGGAAAAAGTTAGAATCAAAAAAACTCAAAAAATACATAGGAGTATCTAAAATGTATGTAATTTTAAAAGATGATTTAGCTAATGTATATTTTATATTACCATTTATTGTATTGAATTACTGGGTGTCACTAGTTACACCTTTTGTTGATATTCTTTAACATTCTTCATCTTTTTTCAATTTTTTTATATATATTCTGTATGATTTATTTTTTTATGATATACTATTATATACTACATCATATGCAGAAAGATTATAAAAAAAGAAGAAAAAAATTTATTGACTCCTTTTGTTCTTTTTTGCAGAAACATACTAACAAATTACCTCACACTTTGAATAATAAAAAACATATTACACATGATTCGTTCTCTTGGTTCGATATTAATGAATTTACTACTAATAAAGCCACTGATAAAAACATTAATTTTCCCTCTAAGTTTTCTAATACTTACACCAAATGCAAAAAAATTAAAATGAAGCTTGATAGAAAACAAAGAATTATTATTAATAAATGGTTTGATGTTCACACTGATATGTATAATTCTGCTCTCAAATATATACGTGATACATCTGATTTATTTAAAAATCATGTTATCAAGAGCAAATTATTTAATGTTGATAATAATCTCATTAATTCATTTAAACTGAGAGATGGTTTAATAAAAACCAGAAAAGAACTTATATTAAAAAGTCAAATTAATACTATCGATGACGATACCAAAATTCATTCTCATACTTTGGATTATGCTGTTCGACAGTTAGTGTCTAACATTAAATCAGCTGTTACTAATCTAAAAAAAGGAAACATTAAGAGATTTAGATTGAAATTTTGGAAACATTCAAGGCCAAGTAAAACAATGGATATTGAAAAGGCATATATAAGTGGCAATAAAATTTGTCACAAAATATTAGGTGATATCAGTTATGAATATAACAATGAAGAATACATTCCAGAAAATTTTACTTGCGGAGTGAAAATAAATTATAATTCAATGACAGATGAATATTTGTTATTAGTGCCAGAAAGAGGTCCAGTGAAAGAAACAAAGAAGACAAAGAATATAATAGTATTAGATCCAGGTTTAAGAACATTTATGACTGGATTATCAGAAAGTGCGCTATATAAGATAGGAACCAATATAACATCAACAGTAAAAAAAAGTATAACAAGATTAAACAAAATAAAAGAGAATGTACATATATCAAAAAAAATCAAAAAGAAGAACGAAAGAATAATAAATCGAAAGATAACAAATAAAATAGACGATATGCAATGGAAGACAATAAATTTCCTAACACAAAACTTTAAGAATATACTTTTAGGTGATATGAGTGCCAAAAGTATAGTGTCAAAGAATAAAAGTGTATTGGATAATGAAACGAAAGTAGCATGTTTAAGAATGAGATTTTATGATTTTCGAAAGAGATTAGAATACAAATGCAATAAAACGAAAACGAATTATAGATTAATAAATGAATGCTACACATCAAAAATCTGTTCATTATGTGGAAATTATAACGAAAAATTGGAAGGTGAGAAGATATACAAATGTAGTAAATGCAAGAAAGAGATGGATAGAGATATGAACGGATGTAGAAATATAATGATAAGAAGTCAAATGAGATAGGAGATCCAAAAAGGGAAATCCGGGTGAGTTACACATCTATAGAAACTTAAATATTTATATGGTAAGTCATATAGAATAGAATATCAAAAAGGTAAGATAAGATATTGTGTATGGTGATTATAGTATAAATGTGATTAGAGATATCAAGAAATATCAAGTTTCATGTAACGGTAAATATTTATTAGAACACAAGTAACATTTTATCTCCAACATCGCAAGAAAAAAATTTGAAAAAAACTTTTGTTGTAACACAAAATCTTTATTTATACAAATCTTGACCAAATGGAGAAAAACAATAAAACTTTACTTTACAAACATATATCTAAATATAGTTATGCGAATTGGATTTTATCATTATTTCATACAATGTCCACTCTATGTCTCTTCTATATATGTATAAAATATTTAAATATCATAACAGTGCCATTACTTTCACTTATATTAGTACGCACGTTTATTATATTTCATGATTTAGCTCATAATAACTTTTTTCCCAATAAAAAAATTAATTTCTTGTTGGGAAATATTTTTGGAATACTTATTTTGACACCTTTATCTAACTGGACTGAAGAACATTCTCTACATCACAAACATGCTAATAATATCAACAAAAAACAATACACTCAAACTGCCGTGTGGACATTGGAGCAATATAACAAAAGTAATTTTTTGGACAAATTAAAATATAAATTCATATACGGCAAATACACATTATTTACTATTATACCTTGGCTTTACTTCACTGTGTATCAACATTCAAAGGCTAACATTTATGAAAATACATGTCACCTATTATATATATTGATAATATTCTGTTATTTTAATTGGTATAACATATTTTTGATTTTTGTGGCATATTGGTTTGCCAGTATCATAGGATTTTTCATATTCCACTCACAGCATAGCTTCGATGGTGTTTACAAAGAAAAACAAGAAAAATGGGATTATTTTTTGAATGGTATATATGGTTGCTCCTTCTTACAAGTTCCATGGTATTTACAATTTTTTACTTTAGGAATTGAGTATCATCACATTCACCATTTAAATGCAATGATTCCTTCTTATAATCTTAAAAATTGTCATGATAGCTCCAAAGAACTTTTTGATGATGTAAAAAAAGTATATATAAGTGATATAATTCATAATATGTCCTATTCGCTTTATGATTTTAACGCAAAAAATTTTGAAGATGTTTATGAAAATTGAATAATAAAACCATTGATAACCTTTAAAAAATTTAATAAAATAATAAATGGCATACGCAAATTCTGTAGTATTTTATGGATGGCTCGGTAATGACGCAATTCAAACAGTCAGTTATATACTCAATGATAAAAAAATTTCATCTAAAAAATATTTACTTGATAATAAAGACAAATTACAGGATCAATTAAACAAAAAATTAATGTCCACAAAAATAAGGTTAACAATTGCGGAGTTCGAAGGAGGATTATTTAGTAATAAAAATGAAGTTTTTCTTCATTTTGATAAATCAATATCTACGACAAGCAGTGATGATGATGACATCTGTTATTGTTTTTACACTTTAGAAAATTTAAAAAATCTCATGGATATGTCTTTCAAAATAAAAGATATTACTGATCCAAAAATCAAACCGAAACTAATTAATTTGGTAGTATCTGACACTAAATAAAACTTTTTTTATAAATTATTAATAATATAAAAACCTCTTTTAAAAACGTATAAAATATATAAATATAATTACTTAAAAAAGTGTGGTATCATATATGTTATAATCAAATGCCACCAAAAAGAAAAATTCAAGCTCAAACAGAAACAAATAACGATGCAGTAGAACAAAAAAATAATAGTGAAAACGAAAATGAATTATTAGAATCAACCAAAAAACCTCTTGTCATGGTAAAATATTCGGCAAATGATTCGGATAGGACCCAACTGGCCCAAGCAATTAATAATCTAACAATAAAAAGTGAACAATTTTTAGAAGCAATGAAATCTTTCGATACTTTCAGAGAAAATATTGCCCAGTTAGACATTCAAATAGAAACAAAAAAGAAAGAACATAAGGCGTTGATTGATGATTTAGAATTAAATTATGTCAACAAAAATAAAAATTTGGATGGCGAATATAAGGAATTAAACAAACAACTTCACAGTAAATATAACGAGCTCAATAAAAAACTAGAATCTGAATATCAGGATAAGACTAGAACATTACAGAACGATTTCAAAAATACTCAAATAGAGCTCAAACAAAAAATGACAGAACATAAATTAAAAGCTTGTGAAGAAATTGCCAAGGAACAAAATATGACTGTTATTAAAAATGAAGATCATAAAACATTATTATCAAATGTTCAAAAAGCAAATCATGATTTAGAAGATCTTAAAAAATCATTTAATGATCAATGCAACAGTATTCGTAATGAGGAAAAAACTAAGTATCAATTACAATTAAAACAAGAAGTCACTACATTAGAACTCAATCATAAAGCTAATATTGCTGAATTAAAGGCTCAAGTTGAACAACAAAAGAAGGAAATTGACGTGTTACAGAAAACAATAGAAAATCTGAAACACGAAATAGCTGAACAAAGAACATTAACAAAAGAAGTTGCTCAGGCAAGTTCCAAGTCACAAATTAATCAGAGATTTGGAAAGGATAATTAATAACTAGAATATCTTCTCAATATTAGTACAACTACGTACACAATAATCAAAAACACATACATAAACATCCATAAATAGTCATCATTTTCCACTGACTCTTTTTCTGGATTCTTTTTTTCGTCTTTATTATAAACATATATTACATTCGTTTTTTCTCCGGATGTATTATCATAATTTTTTATTAGTTTTTCTATTGATATAAAATATTTGCGAACTTCTTTTGATCTGGGAGTTTCTAATAATATGCATAATTCCTTGAAACAATTAGCCGACACTAATACTGTTTCTTCTTTGTCCGATTTATTTGATACATAATCATATTCTTTCTCAAATTTAGTTTTTAAAAGATCTTTTAATTTATCAAAAGAATGTTCAGTCCATTTTGACACTATTTCCAAATTTATAAATGTATCATCTAAATCCACATTTTTATTAAAATCAAAAAAATCTTTCACAAAATTGCTGGGTACATTCGAAAATTTTCTGACAAAGTTTTCCATTAATACTATACTATACTAAAAATTTTTTAATAAATTGATTTCATAATTCATTGACGATAAAGTGCTAAATAATAATGACGATAAATGGAAAAATTACCCCTGGATATGGATAATATCGAACTTTCTGAATGGAAAAAAGTTTACGAAATATTAAATTCTTTAATCGAATCAAAAGATTTTACGACCAATGAATTATTGGATTACTTTAGAAATATTTTAGATTTTGATAGATTTATTATTTTGGATCGGTGTAATACGCCAAATCATTTTTCATATTCGATATTATATGCATTAATTGATTATTATGATGAAGATGAAAATATAGAGCATATTCATGCCAAGATAATAAATGATATGTATCATCTGATTATACATAGTATGTTATCCAACCAAGAAATTGACGTTGTATCGGAAAATAATATAAGATTATGCATATGTATTTGTTATTTGATGATGATGGAAGATGAAAATGAAAACGAAAGATTAGAGAAATCCAGTAAATTATACGATTCTTTAATACAAAATAAATTGTGTAATGATTATTTTGTTTTCAAAGAAACTGTATATCTTTTCGACCTACTTGTTAAAAATGGTAGTATAATTTCAAATATAAAAGATTCTGTTCATATACAATATTTTAATATATTGTGGAAACATCTCAAATATGATAATAATGTTTTGAATTTTCTTCTAGATAATTTTGATGATCAATCATCTCCGGACGACTATTCTAGAATTATTATTGATGATTTAATTGACAAATTATGCGACTATTATATTTTCCGATACATTGAACAAACAAAAAAATTATTAAAAGGTAATTACAAACACAAAGAAAAATTATTATCCCCAAATGAGCTTATGGATTCTTACGCAAATTATGAGGATTTAATCAACTTTATAAAAACAAAATCTATACCAATTAATGATGACATTAAAAATAAAATAATGCATATGGCATGTAAAAATTCGGCATTATCAGTTCAATTAAAAAAAATAAAAAAACAATTTAATTTAAAATTTGATGATAAATGTATGGAAATATATTGTGAAAACAAATCTAGTGGAATTAGTGGATTTTTATTTCTATTGGATGAAGGATGTAATATTAAATTCAATGATTTTTGTAAGTATGTAAAAACTTTGGGGGGAAAAAACACTGAAAAAGTTATCAATGCTGTGCTTTCTAAAGCCAAAAAAAATGATTTTATTTTATAAAAATATTGATTTAAAATAATTTAAGCCAGATCCATTTATGTGATGTCAGAAAATGCCCGATATAATTGGACACATGGTATAAAAAAGAATTTATCTGATCAGGTTAATGGTAAAACTTTAAAAAGAGATATACGTTATTCTTTGACATTTAGAAAATTAACTAACAAAATGCCTTTCCAGTGATCCATATGACCAACGATTTTCGTACTCCTTTTGTTACGGGAGTTACTCTATGCAAAAAATATGACGGGAATATAACAGTTACGCCTTTTCCTTTAGGAGCATTCCTTATTTCCCTACTAGTCATAAATTGTAATTCTCCTCCTTCATATTCGTCTGGTGACGATAGTTGAATTGTTACACTTATTTTTCTATTTATTATTTTACCTCCTAAATCCATATGCCAATCATAATGACCTTGTTCTGATGCATGGTATTCACCATATTGAAGCATTTCTGTCATTCCAAGTATATTGAAATCCCACATTTCTTCGTTTGCTGTATTCACTAAATTACCTATTTTTTTATATAACCATTTGGTTTCGTCGTTCAACACTATCCACATAATTTTACTGCTTCTATATGTTTTGTCCACTTTATCATCATTAGACTTTAATATTATACCATCTTCTAATTCTTGTTGTTGTTTCTTAATAATATTATCAATTTCATTTAATTCATCGTTGGTAAAACATTCATCAAAATAGTAATAATCATCTAAAATTTTATCCTCATTATATTCAATAAAATCCGAGTATGTTTCCATTTATAATAATATTGCAATTTATATTATCAAATATTAGTTGGACACAGCTACATAAAAATTCAGATAAAAAGCAAAACATAACCAAGCCAAATATAATAAATTCATATAGAATAATGTTTTATCTGTTTGATAATAATTGTAAAGTATATACAACAAACTAGCTATCATTAATCCAATTACTACTGCTGACAATACCGAGTTGTTATAATGGAAGAATATTGGTGTCCACATTATATTCAGGGCAATGTTAAACATCCAAAAGTAAAATAGTGGACTGTTTATAGATTGGCTAATGGAATAACTAATTATTAAATATAATATAGTCCAAGCTATGGGAAATATATAATTTGGTGGAGTAAGAGGAGATCTATTTATACTGTTATACCACGATTCATTACTAGGAAACAGTCGCTGAAGAACAAAATTTATTGCTATAATTATAATAAAAATTATAATTGCTTCTATAATCATATATTATAGTGAAACATATATATTAATTATCAATTAAATTTCCAATGGGTATATTATTGTCGTTTATTCTATTATTTAATTTTCTCAACTGATCTCTTAAATATATGGCTAATGCTATAAGTGCCACCGTGACAATAAAAGTAAATAAAATTCTTTTCAATAAATTATTATTAAAAGCTTTTGGTAAATAGTAATCCAAAATATCTGTTAATATATCTTTCCACAAAAAAGAAGCCGTCAAAATGATTGCGCCAATCACCATTAACCATATGTCTGCTTGAAAAGCCGCATTAAAATCTTGCGTTTGTTCGTTTCTGAAAGATGCTGATTCAGATGACATTTTTATTATATTATAAACTAGCAAATTTTTTCACTAGTTTATCTTCATAATTCATATTTATAAATTGCGCAAAATGTTCATACATTTGTTGACTGCCAAATGATTTAATTCCAATGAGTTTTATCCACAACAATTTTACTAATTCTTGACAATCCAAAAATACGGCAAGTATCAAAGTATTCGTTAATAATTCATCATTTTCTCTCAAATATGTTTCCTTGAAATAATTATCATTATTTATTAGGGAGATATTGACACAAAAGAAAATTAATTTATATAACACATCTTCGAAATTTTTAAATGTCGGACATATAATATTATGAGTATTATAGCCTTCGAACATATCATCCAAATAATGTATTTGGTCAATACTTTTTTTGTTTAAATAATATTTTTTTTGGCCAGATTCTATTAAAAACAAATCAGGATTTATCTGACTTACAGTAATTATTTTATTTTCATCTGACAAATTTAATTTACAAAACAGTTGAGATATATAATTATAATCTAAATTATCCATTTATTTATTTAAATTATGGTTACGACTGTAAAATATTTTTTTAATTCAATTTTTTTCCTTTTTGATAAATCTAAATTATTATATATGGAAAACTTTAATCTTATCTCTAACATATCAAAAAAGGATTCTGGTATATGTTACTTTATTGATACACATATTAATGAAAAATACACATTTATTATATCCGCTTTTATGAAGACAGGTACGGTCGCCAATATATCCAAAAATGATGACATTATATATAAGATTGATAAAAAATTTGTAATTCATCAAATAAATTTTAATGGTAATGATTCAAAAATAAAGTTTTCGATAACATTTCCTGATAAAAATATAAGAAGTGTTTTAAAAATTTATTTTGTTGGAGTAATTGACATAAACAATAATAATGTTTCATTGGGTTCATTGATAAATTTACACAAACCAAAAATATGTTATTACGAAAATATGAATTATTGGAAAATATTTACAAAAATTAAACAGCTAAATAAAAATAAATACATAGCAGTTGAAAATAAAAATAACTTTGAGGAAATATTTGAAATATTTGATAATGATTTTGGGAAAATACTTTTAAAATCCGATATTTCAGTGGGTGATTATGTTGATAATATGTTTGTGTTTCCTTTGAATTTAAAACAATACTACTTAAATATGTTTAAATCAAAAATTTTCTTTATTTAAATTATTTTGAAATACAAATGGAAAACATTCTTTCCTTTCTTTTTAAAACATTCAACTTTATTTTTTGGAAATTTTTCAGTTAAAAACTTTTTTGCTTCACTACACCATTTATAAAATCTTTTTGATGTTCCAAATGGTTCTGTCCAAGTCTCCATTATATCATTTTTATCCCCAAAATTATATTTTGTGCTGATTATTAGTTTATCTCCATTGGATTCATAATCTTCGGTGGTGACCTCCCATTTTAGTTCTTCCCATAATTTTTTACAATATTTATCATTACTGGGGAACTCAGAAATAAATTCTATCCAAACCGTATTTAAGCTTAATATCTTATTCATTGTAGACTATATTATTATTGCTCAGATTTTTTTAACAACAAATATTTATTTTTGTATTTCAAATATTTCTTCTCATATTTTTCATCTTCATGTTCATCTTCTTTAGGTTTTTCAATATCAACTCTATTTGGGGGATGATTAGGTGGTGAATATATTGTATACAATTTACAATGTTCGGTTGTTGATGGATTTATTATCTCGTGTTGTGTATTGGCAGGAATCATTATAGCATCACCGTCTGATAATTTATTTGTCTCAATGCCATTTATTTTAGCAATAATATTACCTTTTTCCACTCGTATAAATTGATCTATTTTCGGATGTATTTCCGAAGGAATATTTTCACCTGGTTTTATACTCATGACTACTAATTGCTGAGTATTTGTCGTATTAAGCACTTTTCTAAAATAGTTATTATTTAAGGTTTCTTTTTCTATATTAATCTGATATACCATATATACAAAAACAACTTGAAAAAAAAATTGAAAAAATAATGTCTTAAAATAATACTTCTATAATATAAGTATATATCAAATGTCATCAACACAAGAAATCAGAAATTTAACACAAAAGATTAAAAATTATCAAGAAAGAATTAAAGCTTTCGAGAAAGATGGTCAGTTATTAAAATTGAATTCTCAAAATTCACCGACTGTTAAACAAACTTCGGAAAAAATGAAAAAAATTCAAGAAAGTATTGATTTTTACGAAAACGAACTTAATAAATGTAGTAATAAGGAAGTAAATTTTGCAGAAAAACAAAAATATTACAAAAATAAAATTGCTGAATGTAAAAATCAACAGTTTTCACTTGTAAATGACTTTACTAAAAAACGATCTAGTCCAAAAACAAAAAAAAATAAAAATTTGGAGTTAAATAGTAATTTGAGTGTAAATTGTGATGATGATCTTGTTAAGAAAATTAGCTTGCACGAATATACAATTGATAATTTGACCAAAGAAAATCAAGATCTGTTAAATCAATTGCACCAAGCAATTGAAAATAATTCTGATAATAATTCTATTATAAATTCTTTGACTAAACAACTTGAGGAAAAAGAGCTATTAAATAAAGAATTAAAGATATCGGAACAAAATTTGATTCAGGAGGTGAACACATTACGAACATTGATTGATCAACTTCAATCCGAAAAACATACTTTAGAGAACAAAGTAAAATTCGAAGGCGAAGAATTTTCTAATGGCGAAATTATCAATTGGCAAAAGAAAAATAATAATAATAATGATCAAATTGAAGAATTAAATAATAAATTGAGAGAATTAGAAACAGAAATAACACATATCAAACTTCATTCTAGTTGTTGTGAAGCAAGAATTGATAATATGGATCATTCAATTACTCGCTTGAGAGATTCACATAAAACATCTGATTCAGTGAATAACGCTATAATTGAAAACAATTCTGATATACAGCGCAATATAACAAAATTAATTGATACTGTCAATGTATGTAAATTCGATATCTCAGTATTGAACAATAAATACAATGATTGTATTGCTGATAGAGAAAAATTTGAATTGGTTTACAAAAATAATCTTAAAAATATTGAGGAAAATATGATTACAAAACAACAATTACAAGATTTGTTAAATAAAATTGATGTGATTGTTGAAGAAAATATTGCCATGAAAAACAACAATATGAAAAATAATTCATTATACGAATCGATTGACACAGACTTTTTCAGATAAAGTAAAAAAAATTGATTTAAATTTTGTATGTTAACTAAAATTTTAATTATTACAAATGAAATATATCAAGTTAATATTATTTACAACAATATTATGTTTCATAATCTATTTACTAATGTTATGGCTTAAAAATACAGAAAATTGTTGTGAACACATCTGTGCTAGTTATTATTGTAAAATATGTTGTAATCCAGACGAAAAGCCAGAATGTTCCGGTGCTGGTTGTCGTTGTTTGAGTTAATTATATTCAATGCTTTTGTTTATCATAATATCTAAAAATTCTTCAAAATCCTTTTTATTTTCAATAAGACTTCCTCCTGCACGAGGATTTATTTCAAAAATTTTTATAATATCATCATCATAATCATAATCTATACAACACAAACCATGATATAACGTTTGTTTGATTATTTTTGAAAATAATAATAATTCAGTACTATTCATATTTCTTGATGTATAATCAGTTAATGCTCCTGTCAAATAAAAATATTTATAAGGTTTTTTTCCTTCATAAACTTTACTCATTAAAATATTTCCATGATCTGATAGTATGTGACAAACATACAAATTTTCAGAATCTACATATTTTTGAATAATATAATTTTCGTTATCATATTGTTCTTTGAAGGATTTCCATTGTGAATATTTCGCAAATATCTTAATATTGTTGCCAGATAATCCTATTTTTGGTTTTACAATGAAAGGATATTCATTTGGTTCAACAAGTATTTTTGGAATATTATTTTCTAAATTATTTTTTATCATAAATTCGTTAAATAGTTTCTTATTATCAAAAGTGTCTATCATTTGATGATATTTTATTGGTATTATTTTTTTTAGTTCCGATACTGACAAAAAAATATGAATATTAACGTTGATATTAACGTTGATATTAACGTTGATATTATCTTTATACTTTTCATATTTACCAAACAATTCTTTTCTATCAGTTATGATATTTACCATTAATATTATAAAACAATTTTTTTGTGAGTTGAATTGTCAGTAATTCTATAATTTGGATTGTTTTTACAAAATTGTTCAGAATCTTTTATAATATTTGTAATTTTTAATATTTTTTCATAATGAGCAACAATTTTATTCAATCCTTCAAATAGTTCTCCATTCATCACAATAGTTGGCAAAACTTTTATATTAGCCGGAAAATTTCTTTCTACTATCATTTTAGGTCGTATATCCACTTTGTATTTTGCGTATAAATAACGTGATATATTCAATAAAGTTTCGCAGTCTTTATTATCGTGTTGCTTAAATAATAAATCTGACTTCATATACAATTATATATATAAAATTTAAAGTCAATTTCGCGCAAGTTTTTTGATAAATGAAGATAACCCATTTAAAATCATGTTTTTGATATTCTTTTCACCAATAAGAATCGCATGAATTGATATTTTTGTATGTGCAGTATTCGCTGATTTCAGTAATTTGAACATCATATTCTTTTCTTTTTTTTACATTGGATAGATATAGATAATTCATTCTACAAGTGAACTCTTCGAATGTATCTTTTACATCGTCGCTAATCGAAAAATTACTCAAAACTATTGAATATTTTTCACACTCGTTGTCCGTTTGAATTATCTCATACTCAAAATAATAGAATTTTTCGATTTTTGACTTGTATCTAACAGATTCTTTTACATATTATCATTATAGTCAAATATTTCAAATTCGATTTCATAATATTTATCCGAAACATTTATAAAAAGAAAACCCCCTTTCGAGGGAAAAATCATCCTGTCAAGATGACTTTTATTAAAAGGCTGTTAACCAATACCTTTCCAATGCTTCTTGTGTTAAGCATGGTCATCCAGTTAAGCTGTAACTATTAAGAATTCTCCATACGATTACAGGTGGCACTTTCAGGTTAAGTGTCTTTATTTTTTGAATCGTTTTGCCCAACAAAAATTTGAGTACTCGATAAATGTTAATTTTGTTACTCTCTAATCTAACTTTAATCTTTCCGTTGAATCCTCATATTAACGAACCCCAACTTGACGATGGCATTAACAACAAGGTGGAAAAGATGATGTTAAATTATTTTCACAAATTTTCTTTATCCAATATTCAAATTCTGATTGGACAAAAGCGGGGAATCCAGGTACTAAAGAAACCTGGCGCCAATTAGGCGAAAATTAGTTAATGGAGCACACAAGAACATTTCCTGGAGAGAAACGCTCTGTAACTGATGTATATTATAATTTTTTATTAATGAGTTTTCCAGATTTTTCAAAATTTCAAATTTTTTAGTAATTCCAATAATTACAACATAAACAAATTTAATCGTCACGATCCTTACGACATTCTCGACAAATAATTTCTATACCAAAAGAATCAAAATGACATCCGCAATTGTAATAATGATAATTTTCACTATAATCGTCATTGTCATCGTCATCGTCGTTATCGGAATAATATTGAGGATCAGCATCGACATCATAGTCACAATGAGTTTCTTCACCACAAAATTCATCGAGATAGTCTTCATTCAGCTGATTAGATTTTTCACAATCACATTCTTCGGGAAGATCATTCCAATCATCGCCAAACTTAACGATTTTTGCAACTAATTCTTGATTCAATTCGCATATTGTTGTGTTCGTTGGATGCATAAGAGCCTTAGTAATTCTTATAACACATTCCTTTTTCTTCTTATTTATCTCAATTAAATCATACTCAATTTCAAGATGAGCAGTCACAAAGTTATTGGATGCTTGTAACTTTTGACAATAAGTTTTTCCCTTTGTCAAATCTTCTTGATCAGTAGTGATGTCATTGATTCTTTTAGTGAATGTATTAAAAAATGTAATTTCAAGTAAATAATATCCATTAGGAACGTTTTAAAAAGAAAACCTCCTTTCGAAGGAAAAAGCCACTTTGTCAAAATGACTTTTATTATATAGGCTATTAACCAATACCTTTCCTAAACTTCTTGTGCTAAGTATAGGCTTCCAGTTAAACTATAACTATTAGGAATTCTCCATACGGTTATAGATGGCACTTTCAGGTTAAGTGTCTTTATTTTTTTGAATCATTTTTTATTCAATAAAATTCCAAACTTTCAACAAATACTAATGTTGTTACTCTGTAATTTAGCTTTAATCTTTCCATTAATTCCTTTCGTTAACGAACTCCATCTTGATGATGGCGCTAACACAAGGTAAAAAAGATGATGCTTAATTATTTTCACAAATTTTCTTTATTAAATATTCAAATTCTAATTGAACAAAAACGGGGAATCCAGGTATTAAAGAAACCTGGCGCCAATTAGGCGGAAATCAGTTAATGGAGCACACAAGAACATTTCCTGGAGAGAAACGCTCTGTAACTGACATATTTTACCTTATTAATGGTTTCTCCAAATATTTTAAAATTTCAATTTTTTAACACAATTACTGTTATAATCATTGTGTTTCAATAAATTAGAAATATTTGCATTAAAAGTAATATTTGATGGAATATTATGATGAATATATATTGAACATAAAATTGTATCCTCGTTCAGTATAATTTTATATATTCCAGTTGGTACATTTAGACATATATTTTTTGAACATATTTTTTGACCATTATATTCTGGAATTGTCATAACATAAAATCCATTATAATAACGTCTAATATAATCATCGATCTCATCCAAATACAAATCTTTGAATCCATGATTGTATACAGGAATTATATTAGCTAAATTATATGATGAGCAAGAATTCTCAATATCTTTGGAAGGAACTAATTGATATTTCGCTATATTCAACAAAAAATTGTAGTCATAATTAGTATGTGAATTAATACTACCATCTTCTGTCCATTTATTGCAAACGTTATAATCATCAAAATTATCTTTTTTTACCAAATGAAAAGCATAATTAGGATATCTATCCAAATTGTTATATGATATAACATAATCATCATATTTTGCTATAATTTCATTAGGCAAATTATTTATTATTTTATGGGGCGCTTCTAATTTGGAAGATTTTCCGTTTAGAATATATATTAAAGGAGGAATAATTATAATCGACATAATCAACACAGTTATAGAGCAACAACATAATGTCTGCAAAGTCAATTTTATTCCATTCCAACCTTTCCATTTTTCCAAGTTTAAATATTCTTCGAGAAAAATTTCTGTAATTGGATATCTTTTTGACATATGAAGTTTGTTACAATGGTTTATATTGATATTCAATCAGAATATTTTTCAAATTTATTAATAAAAAAAAATGAAATATTAATTATCTATTCGACTTTTTCCATTATTAGATTATCTTATGATGTTTTATCCTCGCAAAATAAACAAATTTGGTTCTAGAAAATATTTTACATCTAACGACAACAATAACAATAATAAAAATAATTTTATTAGAATTATGATTATGACAATATTCACTTATTTCAGTTATAAAAAAGCTGCTAGTAAATTATGATATTAAAATTCTTATGTCACAGAAATTTTCTTTATTCATTTTTGGAGGTAATAAAAGTCGCCGATATTCATTATTTCCTTACATAGTTCATCATATTTTTTTATTATCTTATTTTTTTCACTAGCAACAGCTTCATTTAAATCATACAATTGTCCAGATTTAATATAAAAAGTCAAATGATTTAATTTATCAATAGATATCGACAATAAATATTTATTAATCTTATTCCCATCCAGAATATTTAAATATGAAAATTCTTTTAATTCAACAATATAATCATATATAACACTAACTGATTTACAATTAGTCGTATTAAGATTTTTTCCAATTAGTTTTAAATTTTCGTTGAAAATAGATTGTGGGGAACGACTAATCACACGGTGCAAACAAATCGAATTATTACAATCTAAATTGTTTGATATTACTTCAATTAGACATTGACCCAATAATGATCCATCCAAATACTTAAACATTACAGAACCCCTAAAAGCATTTACTGCAGCCAATACTTCCAGTTTTTTGTCATTTGGACATTTTTTGATATGATTGACAATTATTTTTTCACTCTCTTTTTTAGATTTAATATTCGCGACGAAATTTATGAAATCCGATTGATATTCGTAAATATTGTAATTATGCAATCGATGAAAACAGTCCAAATAACAATTATATGCTGTATCATCACAATATACCTTTATAAAAACTAAAAATTCTTTCAAAATTTTAGGATTGAATTCCGAGCATTTTTTAAATAAAGATCGAGCAAAATATTTCCAAAATCCATTTTCTTGGTTAGTCTGATCATTTTTATAAATTTTTTTTCATCAGAATAACTTTCTATTAGTGTTGATTCAAGTATTCTTCTACATTCACTAAATATATTCTTAAATACATATATACGTCGGATACCACGAATTATTCCTCCCATTCTTGCATACTCTTTTAATATGTGATTAAACAATGGTTCATCACAATCATAAATTAAATAGAGATCCAAAAAACATAAAAAACATTTTTCATACATTTTATTGTGAAGATTATAAACTCCTTCATAATAGAGCAACGAAAATTTGTCATCTTCTTTCTTGGCAATTTGTTCAAATCTAATTTCTTTAAATGATTCTTCATTTTTTTTTATTAGCGCACTAATGTCATTAACATAATCATTCAATACAGATTTAACATTTTCATCCATAATACATTCAAAAATCTCCATCACATAATCAATGTAATAAGTATAATCATCGTCCATTATTTATTTTATTGTTAAGACAATAGTTATACATTGTATTTTTCAATTTTTATTATACAATCAGAAGTAAATCCTAAAACAGTTATACAAATATTGTAGCTCATCGCTTTTGGAATCTGAAAAAGTAAACAATCAGAATTATATAGTTAAAATAGAAAATATTATGGTCAAATTATAAAATTGTTCTAGCTTATCGCTTTTCGAAATTTAAAAGTAAACAGCCAGAGTGTTCTTTATAAAAATACATTTATATAATCATTCTAGCTTATTACTTTTCGAAACCTAAAAAGTAAATAGCGATAGTGTTCGTTATAATTATTCAATTAAAAATAGAAAATCTAATGGTTAAAATATAAATCATTCTTAGTTATATCTTTTCGGAAATTAAAAGTAAACAGCTAGAGTGTTCATTATAATTATGTAGTTAAAAAATGAAAAATCTTAAGGTCAAATTATAAAATTATTCTAGCTTATTGTTTTTAGAAATTTAAAAGTAAACAACTAAAGTGTTAGTAAGATTACTATTATATAAACACTCTAGCTTATCGCTTTTCGGAAACTAAAAGTAGACAGCTAGAGTGTTCGTTATAATTATCCAGTTAAATTATAAAATAATTTTGGTGTATTGTTTTTTAGAAATTAAAAGTAACCAACTAGAGTGTTCGTCAAAATGCGATTATATAAACTATCTAGCTTGTCGTTCTTAGGAAATCAAAAGTAAATAGCTAGAGTATTCGTTATAATTATACAGTTTAAAACATAAAATATTATGGTTAAATTATAAAATTATTCTAGCTTATCGCTTTTTAGAAATTAAAAGTAAACAGCTAGATTATTCGTTATAATTATACAGTTAAAAATGAAAAATCTTATGATCAAATTATAAAATCATTCTAACTTATCGCTTTTCGGAATTTAAAAGTAAACAGCTAGATTATTCGTTAAAATGCAATTGTATAAACTATCTATCTTATCGCTTTTAGGAATTAAAAAGTAAACAGCTAGTTTATTCGTTATAATTATACAGTTTAAAATAGAAAACATTATGGTAAATTATAAAATTATTCTAGCTTATCTCTTTTCGAAATTTAAAAGTAAACAACTAAAGTGTTAGTAAGATTACTATTATATAAACACTCTAGCTTATCGCTTTTCAGAAATTAAAAGTAAACAGCTAGAGTGTTCGTTATAATCATGTAGTTAAAAATGAAAAATCTTATGGTCAAATTATAAAATTATTCTAGCTTATCGCTTTTAGAAAATCAAAAGTAATTAGATAGAGTGTTCGTTATAATTATCCAGTTAAAAATATAAAATATTATGGTTAAATTATAAAATCATTCTGGCTTATTGCTTTTCGGAAATTAAAAGTAAACAACTAGAGTGTTCATCAAAATGCAATTATATAAACTATTTAGCTTATCACTTTTAGGAAAACAAAAGTAAACAGCTAGAGTGTTCGTTATAATTATAAAATTAAAAATGGAAAATCTTATGGTTAAATTATATAATCATTCTAGCTTATTGCTTTTCGGAATTTAAAAGTAAACAGCTAGATTATTCGTTATAATTATACAATTAAAAATGAAAAATCTAATGGTTGAATTATATAAACTATCTAGCTTATCGCTTTTAGGAAATAAAAAGTAAACAGCTAGAGTGTTCGTTATAATTATACAATTAAAAATGGAAAATCTAATGGTTGAATTATATAATCATTCTAGCTCGTCTCTTTTCGGAAATTAAAAGTAAACAGCTAGAGTGTTCATCAAAATGCAATTATATAAACTATCTAGCTTATCACTTTTAGGAAAACAAAAGTAAACAGCTAGAGTGTTCGTTATAATTATACAATTAAAAATGGAAAATCTTATGGTTAAATTATATAATCATTCTAGCTTATCGCTTTTTGGAAATTAAAAGTACACAGCTAGATTGTTCTTTAAAATGCAATTATAAAAATATTCTAGCTTATTGCTTTTTGGAAATTAAAAGTAAACAACTAGAGTATTCGTTATAATTATTCAATTAAAAATGGAAAATCTTATGGTTGAATTATAAAATTGTTCTAGCTTATCACTTTTAAGAATCTGAAAGTAAACAGCTAGATTGTTCTTTAAAATGCAATTATAAAAATATTCTAGTTTATCGCTTTTCAGAATTTAAAAGTAAACAGCTAGATTGTTCGTTATAATTGCACAATTAAAACAGAAAAATCTTATGGGTATTTTATAAAATCATTCTAGTTTATCACTTTTAGGAAATTAAAAGTAAACAGCTAGAGTATTATATACAATCAATACAATTAATATTCTACCTTATGACCTATCATTTTACAGCAAATTAAAAAAAGAATATTAGACTATGATAATTATATATATCATAAAAACTATCAAAATAAATAAAAATTATCGTTTTATCAGAAAAAATAAAAAATATTGGGTTTATTAAAAAATTTCCGCACAAGATCTTGTGTGCGGAAAAAAAAATCCCCATATATTTTAAAAAATTATTTATATTTCATAAAAATTTGCAATTAAAAAGTAATAAGCTAGAGTGAATCATTAAAATGACCAGTAAAATTTTAGGGGTCGATAAAAAGTAATAAGTATAATATTTATATTATAAAAGTATAACAGCTAGAGTGATTTATTATTCAGGAAAAAAATTATAAAAAAATAGCGGGAAAAACGAGAAAGTAATAAGCAAATGAAAACTACATATCAAGGTAATAAGCTAGATAAAAACATGTACTTTTTTTCAGTAAAAACTACATATGTAGTTTAATTTTTTTTTCAAAAAGAATATAAGATTAATATATATGATGAAATATATATGTAGTTTTTGTAATTATTCGACTAATGACTTTGGGAACTGGTCAAAACATAAAAACTCTAAAAAACATGTGAAAAATAGTAATGAGCATCCAAAAACTACATGTTTTGACTCCCGAAGGACTCTTGAGAGACTCCCGAAAGACTCATTAAAAAATACCAATAAAAGTGAATATGTATGCGAATATTGCAAAATAAGTTTCGCGAAATCATGCAACTTATCCCGTCATCTGAAAAAATGTGTAGAAAAGAAGCATAGCCTACTAGAAGATCAATTTGAGAAATATAAAAGAGAAACTGAGCTAGTTAATCAACTAAAATTGCTCGAAGAGAAGCTCAAGAACATTGAGAAAGAGAAAGAATTACTGCAAAAAGAGAAAATAGAAATGCGAGAGAATATGGATAATTTAAAAACAGAGATGGAAAAACATATTAAAACTCTTAAAACAGAAAATCAGTTTCAAAAACAACTTATTAATTGCGCAGGAGGAATTGTTCAGAAATCTATGAATACAATGAGTTATCTATTATTGAACCACAATAATGCTCCAGAATTAGAAGCATTAAAAGATTATTCAATTATAACTCGAGATACAGAAACTTTGATAAAAGATTTAATATTCTATCATAAAAAAGGAAAATTCGATAAATATATAGGTGATTTTATAGTAAAACAATATAAAAAAGAAGATCCCAATTTACAAGCAATCTGGAGCTCTGATATAGAAAGATTAAATTATTTCATTAGAGAATTGATAAATAATAAGAATAATAATCTCGAAAATAAATCTAGAAAACAGGATGTCGATAAAAACATAAATTGGATTATAGATAAAAAAGGTATACGAGTTAAAAAGTGTATAATAGATCCTTTATTAGAATATATTAATAGTATTGGAGTAAAATACATAAATGAAAAAAATGGTGAAATACCTGAATTGGAAACAAATGAAGCAACAGTATTGTTAGGAAATATGCAAGAAATGGCTCTTATTAGCAATGGAATCAGAAATAAAACTTTGGCGAACAATATAAACAAATATATTGCTCCTCATTTCTTCTTAAACAAAGAGAATACTAAATAATTTAAGGTTCACAAAATTCCAATTTAATATTTAATTTGTGAGCCACGAAACTCTGTATTTTCTTCTTCAATTCAACAGTTCCTCCGAATACTCCACATCCCCATTTTCCAGTTGCGATATCACTTCCCTGGAACGCTCTAAATCCCGCATAACATTTATTAATTTCTCTTAGAATATTAGTTTCGCACATACTAGGATTTTCACCAAAATCAAGAGCATCCATACATATCAGATTACATATTTGATTATTGCAATATTTAGAAAAAGTTACATTAGAGCCATAACCAACGTAATCAGCAAATCTTACAACATTAAATGTAACAATCGCCTCATTTTCTTTTAATTGATCAGTCACAAGAGAGAAAACAATCGCCTCGGGATGGGATCCAAAAATTAATTCCTCTTGTGTTCCATAGGGTCCTGCCCCTATTATTTTATTGGAAAAAACCACTTTATTATTGATTATGGAATCTTCTATTTTGATGTTAATTGTAGGAAATTTGTTTTCAAAGGTATTAAATTCATTTAAATTCCAAATAATGTTATCATCCGACATAAACTTTTTTGCGTAAATCAGTCTTTCGTCATTGTCATAATTTTTATTGGATAATTATTCGAATAAAACTTTTAGATAATATTCACTGGCACTATAATTTTCATTGAAAGTTAACCCTGGAAAGATTCCAATAATTGTCAGACATAATATACATTTTATTTGAACAACATTAAATTGTTTATTAATATTGATATTTTCATTTGAAACAAAATCAATGTTAGGAAATAATATAATTTTTGAATAATTCATAATTTTGGTTAGTTAAGTATTGATCTGGTATATAGTTATATATTTTAGAATTCAAATCAACGATTTCAATTATTGATTTTAGATTATCATATTTTTCAAACAAATTAATTATACAGTTGTATAGACTAATTGTATCATTGTCACCTAAAAAACCGAAATCAGTAACATAAATATTTTTAATATCAAAATTAACAAGCATTTATGTTGTTGTAACAGCGAGTATTTGAGTAGAATAAAAATTGAAATAATAAAATTCAGTTTTTTATTTATATAGTTCATTGATTACTATGTTCGGTTGTTTAGAAATTTTAACGTTTATATTTACGTTTATATTTACGTTTATATTTACGTTTATAAAAAGATTCAGTATAAGTGATTTATATTCATCCATGGTTTTTTCTCCTCCAAAAGAGAAATTTGAAGATTCTAAATATTCGACTCTAAAAAATTATTTTTTTGTAAAAAGTAAAAATGGTAATAATGTTTGTTGTTTTGAATATAAATCCAAAGAATCCAGTAATAAGGTGATTCTATGGTCTCATGGCAATGCTGCCAATTCATATGAAAGATCCGAATATTTTTATGAATTAACAAAATGTTTGAATGTTAATGTTATGGCATATGATTATCAAGGATATGGATTATCTGAAGGTTATTATGGTGAAAATAATTGCTATGATGACATAGAATCTATAATAAATTATATCAAAGAAAATCGTGGGTGGGAAATATATTTAGTAGGTCATTCATTAGGAACAGGAGTTGTTATAGATTATTTGTCTAAAAATGAGTGGAAAAATAATGTTGTGCTAATATCTCCATACAAAAGTATTCTTAGTATTAAATTAAATCGATTAGCCGATTATTTGTATTATGTCGATATGTTTAATAATAAAGATAAATTGAAACACATTAATTGTCCAATAAAAATAATACATGGTAATTGTGATGAATTAATAAATATTAAGCATGGACAAGAGTTGTATAATAAATTAAGTAACAAGAGTCTACCCCCATTATGGATAGAAAATTGTGGTCACGATGACATAATAGAAAAAATAGATTTTGATGTGATAAAAGAAAGTTTTTGTTTATGAGTCAATTCTGTATGATTCCACTAATTCTCCATAATTAAATTTATCACTTTCATTATCATCTTCGATTGGCGCTTTGATTGGAGTGATTAAGATGTCTTTTCCATTATCAAAATCTGAATTAATTTTTTTATAAATATCTGAATCAACATCAATATTAACAAATTGTTCACTATTATCCTTTAAATAATACATTGAGCCAGAATCCAAATTTAACAATTGATAAACATTTCTCTCTAATTTAAACTCGTAAACTTTATCGTGACCAGCATATATATTCATAATTTTATTTCCGTTTAAAACATCAGTTCCAGTCATAGATACTTTTACGTATCAATTATTTTACAAGGTCTTTTTTTCATAATGATAAAGCTTCCTTTTTTGAGAATTTTAGCTTCGACTTTTTGCATTTTAGATTATAACATTTATAAAGTTATTTTTGATGGAATAATTTTCAATTTTTTTGTGTGATTGTATTATATATATGCAGACAGTAGATACAGGAGCAAGTTATCCATTTTTCACGCCAGACGCTGATATTATCATACCATCAGTAGATCCCAATTCACCGGTGAGTTTGAGTGGAGCGTTATTGATAGCAGAATTTGGTATTAAGGTTATTGATCCATTAGTTTCATCATCAATATTGTATAACTATGTTCAATATTCAGGAACAGTTAGTGTAAAATCTATTAATCAAGAAGGTACTAAAATAAGATTAATGGTAACTCAAACAAAAACAAATCCTTTTGGAGATGAAAATATTGTGTTTGTTACAGATGAAACGATATTGAACGAAAATATAGCCAAACCAACTGGACAAATATTATCATTCAACTCAATGTCAGGTGGAATAAATAATTCCATGGTGGGAGGATATTATAGATTTAGATTATATATTGTTCAATTGGATAGTGTTGCTGATGACAATACAAAAATAGTTGGACCAATAGTATTTCAGGCAATATCTTATTTAAATGGCAAATCAATAATGGTAGGAGCGACGGGTCCAACAGGTCCAATTGGTGCAACTGGTGCAAGAGGATCAACAGGAGTTACAGGTATAACAGGTCCCACAGGAATAAATGGTTTGATGGGTCAAACAGGTCCAACTGGTATTACGGGTTCAATGGGAGTTACAGGTGTAACGGGTCAGCAAGGAGTAAAAGGATTAACAGGATCAGTTGGGTATCAAGGCATCACAGGTCCATCAGGAATATCGGGAGAAGCGGGCCCCATAGGTAATGTAGGTCCAGTGGGTCCTCAAGGTTCTACAGGTGCCGCGGGAACATTAGGAGAAGCGGGTCCTATAGGTAATATAGGTTTAGCTGGTCCTATTGGACAGACAGGCATAACAGGTCCAACAGGTAATCCATTTGGTCCAACAGGCCCAACAGGCAATATTGGTGTTACAGGAATTACAGGATCCACTGGACCAACAGGATGGACGGGTCCAACAGGTCCAACAGGTACAACAGGAAAGGCAGGTGGTCCAACAGGGCCTACGGGTTCTACGGGTTCCACAGGATCAAGTGGTGATAACACATTAGTAGCGTTTACATCAGGCAGTCCAATTACTGTTGGAGTTCAGGGTGTTACTTCATTTGTGGGAATGATAGGTTTCGGAAGTTCGGTCGGAACTATAGATTTAAATGATATTTCTATTTATGGACCGGCATATTCTTTTACGATGCCTCGAAATGGTGTAATAAGATCATTGAGCGCATTTTTTACTATCGATCAAGCACAAAATTTATTAGAACCTTTAAGAATAACAGCAACCATATATACAGCAGTTCCATCAGGAAATAATTATGTGATCGGATATACCAGATCATTAGATCCTTTTTTGTTTGGTGCAGTTGTTCCAGGAAATATGGCGATAGGTTCAGTCAATGGATTAAGTATAGCAGTATCAGCGGAAGATAGAGTTTTAATTGTGTTTGGTGGTTATTCACTAGGTAATATCGCTATTGCGTCGGGATATGGAACGGCATGCATTAGTATCGAATAAAAAATAGAGTGAGAATTATTATAAAAATGATTAATTTTATAAAAATAATGTACGTTTATATGTATATGCAAACAGTAGATACAGGAGCAAGTTATCCATTTTTCACGCCAGATGCTGATATTATTATTCCTTCAGTAGATCCCAATTTACCGGTGAGTTTACAAGGGGCATTAATAATTGCCGAATTTGGTATTAAGGTTTTAGAACCATCAAATTTACAACCAGCACTGTATAATTATGTTCAATATTCAGGAACAGCAGGAGTTAAATCATTAAACCAAGAGGGAACAAAAATAAGATTGATGGTCACACAAACAAAAATGAATCCAATAGGAAATGAAAATATAATATTTGTAACAGATGAAACCATATTAAATCAAAATATATCCAAACCAACAGAACAAATATTATCATTTAGTTCAATGAAGGGAGGAATAAATAATTCAATTGAAGAAGGATATTACAGATTTAGATTATATATAGTTCAGTTGGATAGTACAGCAGACGAAAACACAAAATTAATTGGTCCAATAGTATTCCAAGCAGTCTCATATTTGAGTGGAACACCAGTGATAGTTGGAGTCACAGGAGCAACAGGCCCAGCTGGTCCAACTGGTGTGAGTGGAGAAGTAGGTCCAATGGGTCCGGCAGGTCCGACGGGTCCGGCTGGTTTAAATGGTGAAGTTGGTCCGATTGGTCCAATGGGTCCACAAGGTGTATCCGGACCGGAAGGACCTGTGGGTGCAACAGGTGAAATAGGTCCAATAGGTCCAACGGGTCCAGAAGGTCCAATAGGTCCAAGTGGATTAACAGGTCCAACAGGTCCAACGGGCCCGACAGGTCCAACGGGTCCAGAAGGTCCAATAGGTCCAAGTGGATTAATGGGTGCGACAGGTCCAATAGGTCCAACAGGTCCAACAGGTCCGCAAGGTTTAGAGGGACCAACAGGTCCAGCCGGTGGTCCAACAGGCCCGGTAGGTCCAATAGGTCCAACAGGTCCAGAAGGTTCAATAGGTCCGACAGGTCCAGTGGGTAATACGGGTCCAGAAGGTCCAACAGGTCCAGCAGAGGGTCCGACGGGTCCAACAGGTCCAGTGGGTCCTATAGGCCCAGCAGGAAGTTCATCAATAATACCTTTTGCTTCTGGTGATGTTATAGTAATGTCAACAACCAATAGTTCCTTAATAGGATTCGGAAATTATAAAGATATAGGAACTCCAACTCCAACAAATATAAGTACATATGGACCATCAATGGCATTTCCAGTGTCAAGAAATGGTACAATTAAATCATTTTCTGCAATATTTGTGAGCAGAAGCACAACTCTACTTGCCAATTCATCATCAATTAGAGCAATATTAATGAAAGTGAATTCCTCAAATGTATATACCACTTTGTATGATTTGCTTTTGTTACCTAATAGTTTTTCGTCTGTATCCATCGGTGATATTTTTAAAAATACAGTGTCCAATCAAAATATTTTAGTGGCGTTTGAGGATAGAATATTAGTTCTATTTCAAACTGATTCTGTTACTCCTTTTGCTGGTATAGCATCAGCAGGTATCAGTATTGATTAAACTGTAATTAAAACATTATAGATTTTTTTTTATGCGTTCATGTATATATGCAAACAGTAGATACAGGAGCAAGTTATCCATATTTTGCACCAGATGCGGACGTTGTGATACCATCAGTCGACGAAAGCTCACCAGTGAGTATACAAGGAGCACTCATAATTGCCGAATTTGGTATTAAAGTAATTGATCCATTAGTTTCACCATCATTGTTGTATAATTTTGTTCAACACTCAGGAACAGTGGGGGTAAAGTCTATTAATCAAGAGGGTACTAAAATAAGATTGATAGTTACGCAAACAAAAACAGATCCATCAGGTAACGAGAATATTGTGTTCGTCACAGATGAAACAATATTGAACCAAAATATTGCTAAACCAACAGAACAAATATTGTCATTCACTTCTGTCTTGGGAGGTATAAATAATTCGATACCTGGAGGATATTATAGATTTAGATTATACATAGTTCAACTCGACAACACAGAAGATGAGAATACAAAATTGATAGGTCCAGTGGTGTTTCAAGCGGTATCATATCTGAGTGGAAACTCGGTGATAGTCGGTATGACAGGTCCAACAGGTCCAGCAGGTTTAAACGGTGAAGCAGGTCCCCCAGGCATTCCAGGTCCTGAAGGTCCAATAGGTCCAACAGGTCCAGCGGGTTTAAACGGTGAAGCAGGTCCCCCAGGCATTCCAGGTCCAGCGGGTTTAAATGGCGAAACAGGTCCAACAGGTCCAACAGGTCCACTGGGAATAGAAGGTCCAGCGGGTCCAACGGGTCCACAAGGAATACAAGGATTAGAAGGTCCGATAGGTGCAACGGGTCCTACAGGCGCGACAGGTGCGACAGGTGCAACAGGTGCAACAGGTCCATCAGGTGGTCAGATAGTCATTCCATTCGCATCAGGAAATACAGTCACAGTTTCACACCAATTTACGGCAGATTTTTTGGCAGTTATGGGTTATGGAAATTCTATAGTAGTTAATGCCAGTACAATGCCTTCGGGAATTATTTCATTATCTGGATACGCTTTTGTGATGCCCAGAGATGGTATAATTAAATCATTGTCAGTTTATTTCACTAATTCATCAGATATAAACGACATAGATCCAGTGGATTTATTTGGATACATATATACTGCTCCTTCAAACAGCAATGTTTTCAGTAACGTATTTTTCCCATCATTTTTGCTAACTCCTTCATCACAAACAAATGTCCCAACAGGAGCTAGTTTTACTGGAGATTTTACCGATATAAATGTTGCAGTGGTGAAAGGAACTCGAATTTTTGTTGGATTTGGAAGAGGTTTGACATCATCCGCAGTGTCAATAACAGGTTATGTCGGAGGTTCTCTTGTTATTGAATAAAATTGAAAAATAAAGTTCTTGAATAATATATAAATTTTGAATTATATAATCATGAATCAAATTGATTTTAAAAACTTTGGCTTCGATACCGATGTATCCAAATCAAATGTAAACGACAAAAATGCAGAAGATGTGACAAGATTAATGATTGCTTGTGAAAAAGGCGATATTACGTTAGCAGAATATTTATTATCTATTGGAGCCAACATTGACGAACATAGTTCCACTGGAGCCACTGCGTTAACATATGCATTGTCAGAAAAACATTCACATATTGCAAAATTTTTGTTAGAAAAAGGTTGTGATATAGATTTTTTGTGTGATAACAACCCATTGTCTTTTTGGTGCATTAAATTCGGAACATTTGACATATTTGAACATTTGTTTCAATATGATACTTTTAGGAAAACCGTAGATTATTTAATGCTTGAATCAACCATTAGATTAGGTAGAGAAGAGTTTATACCATTTATTATTAGTAATGTCACTTTTAATGAATTAACAATGAGTGATATATCAATTTTGGTAGCAAAATATTCCAGTTTTGAAATTTTGAAATTAATTTTCAATCACAAAGTTTCTCCTTTGCCAAACTATATTGGATCAAACAAATCTACAGCTTTAATAGAAAGTATCAAAAACAAATCTTTAGAAAAAGTCAAATATTTAGTTGGGGAAAAGAAATTTGATGTTAATCTTGTTGATTCAGAAGGATTAACACCTATTATTGTGGCTTCAAAGGTTGGTAATGTTGAAATTTTCGACTTTTTAATATCAAATGGTGCCAACATTAATCAAAGTTTCGATAAATTTACCCCCATATTTAATGCAGTTAGATTCAAAAATCACGATTTGATAATTTATCTGATAGAGAAAGGAGTGGATATTACACATACATTTATATCAAAGGATTTAGGTAAAGAAATTGTAGAAAAAATGGAAAGTTGTGGAAAAATAGATTTAATGAAGAATTTTGCCAAAATTAAGAGAATACCTTTAAAGAAAAGCTAATTATTCGATTTTATTTATTTTAAATTTGCCTTCTGTAATAGTTAATGGGAAACTAGTAGATCGAGCAGATAATTGAACACTTGTATTTGGAACAGTGACTTGAATAGAGAAATTAAAGATAATTTTTGATGGTAAATTAATCTTAACACCACCATAAGTAATATTTGATGGATTTATGACAGCTGATCCATTAAGCACCTGGGATACAATTTGAAAGTTTGTTACAGTAGTAGCATTATTAGTGACACAAACATATCCTTCGACATCATAAACACCTATTTTATTGAATATTATATTATTAGCTCCAATAATAGTACTAGAGCAACTCAAACATCTAGAATTTATTAATGTGAGTGGAGTCAAATTTATGTTTGTTAAAGTTAAAGGATTAATATTTATTTTAATTGGGTAATCGTCATGACAATATTTGCATTTATATTTTTTGCACATGTATACGTATATATTTACACATATATATTAACTCGAATAAATAAATTTAAATAAATTTTATGGTATTTTCTTTGACAGCCAAATATTTTAGAATTTGATCGACATGATAATAATCATCATAATAAGTATCATTCACCTGTATTCCTTTTGGAACATAAAAATTAGCTCCATGAATATCTCTTTCGAATTTAGTGTTATCATTAAACTGAACTATAAATTTGATTTCGAAACTAATTTCTTGTTCCAGAGTGACATTATATTTTTCATAAATACTATCTCTTTCATTTGCTCTGAAATATGGAGAATAGAATGGATAATTATTAATCGAATAATTTACAGGTTTATAAGTCATTTTTGGTATAATATCAATATTAGTGATATATATATATGGATTAGATGTGTATAATGTGGTATTACCCAAAAGATTGGCGTAATAATTATGTTTTTGACCATATTTTAAATGATTATGAATGTTAACGGCTTGACAGAAAAATAGTTCACCTCTCGAACATTCATTATAAAAACAGACAAATGTCAATATGTTTAATGTTAGAAATAATAAGAATATTGCTACCAGTTTCATTTTATTTAAATAATAAATAAAGAATCAAGAACATTAAAATTCAATTTTTTCAAGTTTTTGAAAAGAAATAAAACCGCTATTTATATTAAATTTATTGGAAAAAAGTTCCCATACTTCTTCAGTAATATGGGGAATAGGCGGATGTAGAATTTTGCAGGTTTCCAAAGATATGAATAATAATAATTTCTTTCTATTATCATCAATATTTTTTTTATAATATTCAACATAATTATTAGCCAAATCATCCCAAACAAATTTGTAAATACTATTTGTCAATCCAGCAAAGTCAAATTTTTCATAACAACCATCAATCCTAGTCAACAAATTATTGAACAGATTAATTATGTTTTTATCATCATCTGATTGGACAATAATTTGATCAGAGTATTGACAATCGATAGAATTATAAATATATCTCATAACATTCCAAAATTTCGTACAAAATGTTGATCCAGATTTAACCATAAAATCGGAAAATTGTAAATCATTACCATACGGAGTAATTTTGAGTAAAGTAAATCTTAGAGGATCAGTGCCATGTTTATCTAAAACATCTAGTGGATCAACAACATTATTCAATGATTTTGTCATCTTAATACCCGACTCATCTCTAATTAAACCATGGAGAAATATTTTTTTAAAGGGAATTTTGTTGTTAGTAAATTTAGAAGCAACGATCATTCTGACGACCCAAAAAAATAAGATATCTTCTCCAGTAATAAGACTATCAGTGGGAAAATAATAATCTCTATCATTATCATCAAATGAAGCAAAAGGCCATAACCAACTAGAAAACCAAGTATCAAGAACATTAGGATCTTGAACAAATCTATTGGTTTCATCAGATGGATCAACACTTGAACACACTGTTTGACCAGTAGTTTCATTGTACCATATTGGTATACGGTGACCCCAAATCAAGTTACGACTAATACACCAGTCTTTTATATTCAGAATCCAATTTTTTAGCTTATTGATATTATATTCAGGATATATTTCTATTTCTCTGCTTTCGACTAATTGAATAATATCTTTTACTAAAGGAGCCATTTTGACGAACCATTGTTTGCTTAAAATTGATTCGATCACTGATCCAGTTCTACTGCATTTTTTGGAAACTCCTTGATAGTTTTCAATTTTCTCTATAGCATTATTGGTGTTTAGATCTCTAACAACAAATCTTTTCGCTGTTTCTCTGTCCATACCATCATATTTAGTATTAGTGCCTTTTATACGACAATCATCATCGAAAATATTAATTGTGGTCAAATTATGTCTTTTTCCTATTTCGTAATCATTTTTATCATGGCCAGGAGTAATTTTCAAAAGTCCGGTACCGAATTTCGAATCAACGTATTCATCTTGAATAATAGGAATTATCTTGTCAATAAGAGGTACAACAACATTTTTATTTTTATAATGTTTATATCTATCATCAGTGGGATGAAATGCAATAGCCTGATCAGCAAATATTGTTTCGGGTCTAGTTGTGGCAATGACAAGATATTCCTCACTATTTTCTATTCTATATTTGACATAATATAATTTAGATTGAATTTCCTGAGTGACAACTTCTTCATCGGATATAACTGTTTTGAGAGTAGGACACCAGTTGCATATATAATCATCTTTATATATGAGACCTTCATTATAGAGTTTTATAAATATATTTTGGACATGATTACTAAACTTATCACTTAAAGTAAACTGTTCTCTGCTCCAATCACAAGACAATCCTAATTTTTTGAGTTGATTTATAATAATATTGCCATATTGGTTTTTCCATTTATATATTTCATCGTATTTTTCCTGTCTAGACAGATTTTTAAAATCTAATCCTTGCTGTTCACAATATTTTTCAACTTTTGTTTGAGTGGCAATACCAGCATGATCTAATCCTGGCAAATAACATACATTATGTCCTGTCATTCTTTTGTATCTACACAAACAATCAATATAAACATTATTTAGAGCATGTCCTAAATGTAATTTTCCTGTAACATTTGGGGGAGGCATTACTATACTGAACTTTTTTTGTGAATTTTGTTGACTACTATACATAGAGCTAAATTTATTCTGCCATTTATTATCTAAAAATTTGTGATCTATTCTAGATTCCATAATTTTGGTTATTGATATAATGTTTATTGAAATGTTAGATAAAACATGTTTTTTTTTCAATTTTTATATATATGCCCGAACTGTTATTTATATTATTTTTTATATTTATATTATTAATACTCTATTATGCTTTTTGGTATAAACCATATAATAAACTGGAAATAGATTTGTCCGTGATAACAAAATCAGTTGACCATTTATATGAATCATTATTGAATGACAAATCTATTAGTATAAAATTAGATTCTGAATTTAGATTCTTATTTACCCTATGGCTATCGTCCATATTGGGATTACCATTTAAGTATGAATATGATTACAAATTAAATAGAAGAGATTTTGGTATTATAATGAATGAGTATAAAAAAACGCTGGATACTTTGAATATAACAAATAAAGATAATATAGCAACGAAAATGGAATATCACATGAATGAAATAGTCAAATAAAAATTTTTTATATATAATAATGGTATATGAAAAGCAAGCGTAATAGTGTGCGTTTTTTGGTTTCAAACGATGAGGAAGAATATGGTTCAAAATATGAAGATGAGTATTTGAAAAATGGATGGGGATTGCAAATAATAGACGATTCGATTTGGTTAAGCGCCAACAAATCGAATAAATTGATTCAGTATCAATTAAATGGTAAAAAGTTAAATTCAGTTGACGTTGCAGTCCCAACTGCTTTAATAGAAAATGATGATAAGAAAGGATTAGGAGCTCCTTTACTATATTTCGTGACAGAGGAAGGTAAGTTATATGAGTTAAATTTTTCATTACAAGATCCAGTTAGATTGTTAGTGGATAATTCGGGCGATAATGCTATGTATACTGGTTTAACTAAATATAAGAATCTATTGTATGCAACTGATTTTCACAATAAGAAAATAGATGTGTTTGACATATTACAAGATTTTGCGATGATCAATATGTCATTCATCGATTTGTATGAACCAAATGAGGAATACACTCCAAATAATATTGTTAAAGTAGAGGATTTATTATATGTCGCTTATGCAGAGAAAGATCCAAACAGCAATCATTCTATATTAGGAAAGGGTAAAGGATATATAAATATATTTACTGCAGCAGGAACATTTGTAAAACGTTTTGTGAGCAATGGAAAATTGAATTCGCCTTATGGTTTAACATTGAAAAAAGATACGATATTGGTAGGTAATTATGGAGACGGAAAAATTAACGAATATTCATTGAAAGGCAAACATATTGGAACATTAAGAAATCACAAAGGAAAAAAGATTAAGTTGGAGGGATTGAGCACTTTATTAAATTACAACCATGAAATATACTTTGACTCTGGACCAAATTCTGGAAATGATGGTATATTAGGAAAAATATTCTGTTAATTTAATAGTACATGTATAAGGAAAAATATATAAAATACAAGACAAAATACAACAATGCAAAAAAAGCAAATGAGCGTACAGACTGGTATAAATATTATACTAGATCGGGAATAATATTATATTTTAATAAATTGCAAGATAATGGCAAATTAGAAACATATTATATATTAACAGAATTCAAGACAAACAACAGAAATATAATAAGTGAATTTGGAGGAGAAAGAAAGGATTTTAGTTTGTCACCGGAAGAAAATGCCACAAAATATTTAACATCATTATTTCCACAAAATATGCTAGGACAGGATGATTCAACTGGATTGTACGATATGATAAAAGAAAAAAAATACACAATTATATTTAATTCGATTGAAAGTGAAAATATTTATGCATATATGTTTTTGATTAATATTGGGGATTTTAATTTTTTAAGACTTAATGATAAAACAATCGAATTTAATTTTTCAAATTTTCAACATATGACGGAAAATATAGTAGTTATAAAAAAATCGTATATGACAAATATCAAAACAAATATTTATCCAATAATATACGATAGTTTGGAAAAGTTTGCTAGTTTATTTAGAAGCATAAAATTATTAGATTATTTTGAATTAAGAGACCAACAAGAATTATCGTTTAAACAATCCAATGCGCAGATTCCAGAATGTAAAACAATGGATGGAATGTGTAATGATTTTGATGTTAAAAAGGATTATTTAAATGACGGTACAACAAATACTTTTGCATGTTTTCCGATATTGGGAGACTCTTCTACAGGAATAAAGTATATAAACATACCGAAAGGATATTATTTTTACAAGGCAATGAACAGAGACGCCAAAAACAACGATCATTTTCTAAATGATTATGCGTCAACAGTCACTTGGTATGGGGATTTATTAACAGCAATGACATATGTAAAATGGTATGCAGGTATAGGCAAAGATTTTAAAGTATTTCCATTTAAAGTTGAAAGAGATCTAAAATTATTTTATTTGATGGATAGTACAAATTTGGAATTATTATATGATATCATTGTTAAAAAAATATGGGCGGCCAAAAGTAGTTATCCACAAAATCTCAGTAATATGTATGAAAAAATATCCAAAATAAAAAAACTAGTGAAACAGCTAAAATATATTAAGATTACAACGGGTTATAAAATGAGTTGGAATGAACAATTAATGGAAGTGGATAGATTGGGTTTAAAAAAATCAATTATAAAAAGAAAGAAAAATATTGATAATCCGGAAGATAATATAAGTTGTAAAATGAATGGAACAATATTTGGAAAAAAATATTATGAATTAAATAGAGTCAGTCCCACATTAAAAAGCGATAAATATATGATGGAAGCGATATGTGAAAATTTAAATATGGATGGATATGGTGTAAAGCAATCTCCTTCTCTTTGGCATCTCAATAACAAATTTAATGCTGAAATATCGGTGTGTTTGTCCAGAGACTTATTAACAATGGATATTAATAATGTCTATTATAATGAGAAATCTATGGAATATAAAGACAAAATGAAATTGGCAGAGAAAAGAATACAACCAATAAAAACATTTGATACCATAATGATAGATATTGACACAATGTTTAATCTAGATGAAAGTATGAAAGATCATTTAGATACAATAAAAAGTTTATACAATAAATATCATATTGTTTTATTCACGAATCGTTCAATTAAATACATACATGAAATTAACAAAATTATGCATCCAATAGAAGATTATATATTGAACATAATTTATGATGCTTATAATGATAACTATTCATTTTTAGACGAAGCAACTATAATATATAGTAAAAATATTCAGCTAATTACAAAATACGGTAAATTGGTTAAAACAAAATTTTAAATGCTGCGTTTAATAAAAATATATAATATAATAATATATAAAATGTGTGAACATAAGAGATGTTGCAAAAAAGAAAAGAAGTGTTGTAAGAAAGAGAAAAAGGAAAAGAAATGTTGCAAAAAAGAAAAGAAGTGTTGTGTAAATAATTTGGCATATGCATGTGAATATAATGGAAATACCAATTGTTTATGCTGCTACAATGTGAATCCATGGTTTGCAAACGGATATCCATTTGCAAAGAAATCATACCAAATCAATCGTGAATATTAAGAAAAAAAATTGATTATTTTAATAAATTGATTGATTGTAACAGATTATAAGTATAATCTATTGCAATAGAATGTTAGCTGCGGCGAATTACGGTTTTATCAATTCTACTTATTATGAGAGGAGACAAAACAATGATTCTATCAGATATAACAAATATATGGTTTTAATAGCTGTTGTTATTAGTCTGATAATAAGTTGTGGCATTATTTATTGTCTCCTATAAAAATGACATTAATTATATTAATAAATTGTGTTTATCTTTCATATATTTAACAAAATCTGAGGATAGAGTATTAGCATTAATAGGATAATCAGGTTTAATATTATTTTGTTGACAAAATTCTTGATAATAGAACTCAGGTGGTTTGTTTATATAATCTAAAAGATATTTAGAATCAACAACATTAAATTTTTTATCTTTATTGTGCAAATATGTTATAGTAAATTTATTTCTGGATTGATCGAGATTTTGAATTTGATTAAAATACCAAGTAATATCAGAAAAAAGATGTTTGATATTTTTGTAAATATTATCAACTTTTATAAAATATACAACTTTTGTTGAGTTATAATAGTTCAGAATATAATCAAACGGATTTCTAAAAATAAAATTGATTTCAAAATTTCCAGTATATGGTACAAGATTGATATCATTAATTTCGTGGAGTCTTTCAAATCCATCAATCAACACTTTATTTATACCATTTTCGAAAGTAAAAGCTTTTGGAACGTATTTCTTTTTTGCATAATTATAAACATTATCATAGTGAATTACTTTTTTAAAGCTTTTATTGATAATATTTGTATAAAAACTTTTGCCAGAGCCGGATAATCCAATTAAGAATGTGATATTCATTTGTATTTTTATTGTATATAATTTATATATATAATAAATAATATATGCAATCAATTTTATTAAAAAATACAGGATTCAATGTAAAAGTCAAAAAGTATGACGCCGAATGCTGTTTAGATAGAATATGTATTATTCCTAATTTAAATGGTTATCAGGAAATAGCCATTATTTTACCAGATGAATTGGTTATTCCAGATATAAATGCGATGTTGATATTTATAAAGAATTTAGAAAAAGTATTTAATGATTTAAAGAACAATAAGAAGACATTTTCTTTATACAACGAAAAAAATCAACAAATTATATTAAATTCACAAAATTATGCTCACTTAGATAAATATTTATTTGAATTAAAGAAAAAAACTTTAATAAATTACATAAAAGATACTAGTTTTTATCCGATATATCAATGTTTATTAGTGGATAATATAATTGTGAAGGATAGTGACCAGGGATGTTATAAATCATGGGACAATATATGTAAATTAGGAGTTGAATGGAAAAATAAAACTGTTTTAGACATTGGTTGTTTTAATGGATATTTTAGCACCAAAGTTTACAATGAAGGGTGTAGTAATGTAATAGGTGTGGACATAGACAACACAGTGGAAAAATGTTATCGTGTGTATTGTGAGATAAATAAAGTAAAACACAAATTTTACAAGAAAGATTTAGGGAAAGACGACATAAGTGATGTGTGTCAAAATAAGATAGACATAACATTGATATTCAACTGTCTTCATCATATAATTAAAAAAAATGGAAAAGATGATGTTGAGAAAAATTTTTTGGAGCCATTAACAAAGAAAACAAAAGAATTTTTATTTGAAGTAAATCAAGGTGAAATAGAATACATAGAAAACATATTATTAAGAAACAACTTTGTTTTAATTAAAAAGATAGAGAGCCATAGAAAAACGATTTTTGGTGACAGAATGATTTTATATTATAAAAAATTATAATATTATAGTTTTAATGACAATTATATAACACGTTTTGAGGTATTTGAATGTGTTATTAAAGATTTTTTTAAATTTTTATATTCTATAAATATAGATTAGATAGATGAGTTTTATGCAAACAGTAAATAGTGGAGCGAGTTATCCATCTAAATTTCCAAACATGAATGTCGTTATTCCGACTACAAATATTGATGTACCGATTTCGACGGCTGGTGCATTAATTATGGCAGAGTATGGTTTAACAGTATCCAATCCAACCCAACCTTTTACGTACAATTATGTACAATGTTCGGGAAGTATTGGTATTACATCAACAAATCAAGCAGGAACAAAGGTAAGAGTATTAGTGACTCAGACAAAAATGAATCCTTTGGGACCAGAAGAGATTATATATGCAACAGAAGAGACAATGATAAATACAAATGTTCTCAAGCCTACCCAAACAACATTAACGATAAATACTGTAATTGGAGGTATCAATAATTCAATTGTTCAAGGTTATTATAGATACAGACTTTATATTATTCAGATCAATGATGTAGTAGATTTATTGACTAAAGTGACCGGTCCTTGTTTGTTTCAAGCAATATCTTATTTGGGAGGAGGTTTTGGACAAAATATTGGTGCAACTGGCGCAACAGGAGCAACTGGTCCAATAGGTCCAGTGGGTCCAGTGGGTCCAACGGGTTCAAAGGGTGTAACTGGTTCAGCTGGTCCAATAGGTCCAACTGGTCCAGCTGGTTCAGCTGGTTCAACTGGTCCAAATGGTGCAACTGGTGCAACTGGTTCAGTAGGTCCAATAGGTCCAACGGGTCCAATAGGTTCAGCCGGCCCCAATGGTAATACAGGTCCAATAGGCCCAATGGGTCCGACTGGTCCAGCGGGTTCAGCAGGTCCAACAGGTCCGATCGGTAACACAGGACCTGCTGGTAATGTCGGTCCAACGGGTGCACAAGGACCGATAGGAAATACTGGTCCAATAGGAAATACTGGTCCCGATGGTAATGTCGGCCCAACTGGGGCCCAGGGTCCAATAGGAAATACGGGACCAGCCGGCCCAATAGGTCCAACAGGTCCACAAGGTTTACAAGGTGTGACAGGTCCCGATGGCCCAATAGGTCCAACGGGTGTGCAAGGACCTCAGGGAATAACAGGTCCGCAAGGGCCAATTGGTAACACAGGTCCAGATGGTCCAATAGGTTTAATAGGTCCAACTGGTCCACAAGGTCCAATCGGAAATACAGGTCCTGATGGTCCACAAGGGCCAATTGGTAACACAGGTCCTGACGGTAATGTGGGTCCGACGGGTCCAATAGGAAATACTGGTCCTGATGGAAATGCTGGTCCTGATGGAAATACTGGTCCAATAGGTCCAACTGGTCCACCAGGAGGAGAAACAGGTGCTACCGGTCCAGCTGGTCCAATCGGTCCAACAGGTCCTGCGGGCCCAGCCGGTGGTTCAACGGGTCCAACAGGTCCACAAGGTATAACAGGTCCAGATGGTCCAACTGGTGTCCAAGGTCCAACTGGTGTCCAAGGACCACAAGGTATAACAGGTCCAGATGGCCCAATAGGCCCAACAGGTGTACAAGGACCAATAGGTAATACTGGACCAGATGGCCCTATTGGCCCTACTGGTGTACAAGGACCAATAGGTAATACAGGTCCACAAGGTCCTCAGGGAGTGCAGGGTATAACTGGCCCAGATGGTCCACAGGGTCCAATAGGTAACACAGGTCCTGACGGCCCAATAGGTCCAACTGGTGTACAAGGACCTCAAGGTATTACTGGCCCACAAGGCCCGCAAGGAATAACTGGTCCAGACGGTCCAATAGGAAATACTGGTCCACAAGGCCCAGTAGGTAACACAGGTCCAGATGGCCCAATAGGTCCAACCGGTGTGCAAGGACCAATAGGTAATACTGGTCCACAGGGTCCAATAGGAAATACTGGCCCAGACGGTCCAATCGGTCCAACAGGAGTTCAAGGTCCAATAGGAAATACAGGTCCACAAGGCCCAATAGGCAACACAGGACCAGATGGCCCAATAGGTCCAACAGGAGTTCAAGGACCGCAAGGAATCACAGGTCCACAAGGTCCAATAGGTAACACAGGTCCGGATGGCCCAATAGGTCCAACAGGTGTTCAAGGTCCAATTGGAAATACAGGTCCACAAGGTCCAATCGGAAACACAGGACCTGATGGCCCAATCGGCCCAACTGGAGTTCAAGGTCCAATAGGAAATACAGGTCCACAAGGTCCAATCGGAAACACAGGACCTGATGGCCCAATCGGCCCAACTGGAGTTCAAGGTCCAATAGGAAATACTGGTCCAGATGGTCCGATAGGTCCAACTGGTGTACAGGGCCCTCAAGGTATAACTGGCCCACAAGGTCCGATAGGTAATACAGGCCCCGACGGTCCAATTGGCCCAACAGGCCCAGCAGGTCCAATAGGCCCAACAGGAGCACAAGGACCTCAGGGAATAACGGGTCCGGATGGTCCGATAGGTCCAACAGGTGTTCAAGGTCCGATAGGTAACACAGGACCAGACGGCCCAATAGGTCCAACAGGTCCACAAGGAGTACAAGGTATAACAGGTCCACAAGGTCCACAAGGTATAACAGGTCCAGATGGCCCGATAGGCCCAACAGGTGTACAAGGACCAATAGGAAATACAGGTCCACAAGGTATAACAGGTCCAGATGGCCCGATAGGCCCAACAGGTGTACAAGGACCAATAGGAAATACAGGTCCACAAGGACCAATAGGAAACACGGGTCCTGATGGTCCAATCGGCCCAACAGGTGTTCAAGGTCCAATTGGTAATACAGGACCAGATGGCCCAATTGGCCCAACAGGTGTACAAGGACCAATAGGAAACACCGGTCCAGATGGCCCGATAGGTCCAACTGGTGTACAGGGACCTCAAGGTATTACAGGTCCACAAGGTCCTATAGGTAATACAGGACCAGACGGTAATACGGGTCCAGTAGGTTTAACGGGACCTCCAGGCCCAACTGGTGGTGCGACAGGTCCACAAGGTGATATAGGTCCAACAGGTCCACAAGGTAATATAGGTCCAACGGGTCCACAAGGTGATATAGGTCCAACGGGTCCACAAGGTAATACAGGACCAACAGGTCCACAAGGTGGTATTGGGCCTACAGGTCCGACTGGTGTACAAGGTTTAGTGGGTCCAACAGGAGCGACAGGTCCAATAGGTCCACAAGCACCAACAGGAACATATGTTTTGAAATCTGGTGACACAATGACAGGAAATCTTGATATGAACGGAAGCAACATTACAAAGGCTGCATTATTATTGTCAGGAAATGGATCTCTTTCTAATCCAACTTATTCATTCGATCAGTTTTCGAGTTCTGGTATGTTTATGTACGATTTTAATACAGTTGGTTTTGCCGCAGGAACCCAATTGAAAGCTATTATGGGTCCAGCAGGTTGTACTTTTGAGAATGTCAATTCAAATGCATCATTATCGGTAGGATCTACAGCATATATAGGAAGATCTTTATCAGTTGGTACATCATTATCTGTGGGTAGCACAGCTTCAGTGGGAACATCTTTAGCAGTAGGCACAGACATAAACATTAATAATGGAGGAAATAATGGAACAATTACTTTCGGTAACACAGGTCATTTTATAAAAAGACCGATAACGACCAACAATATGGCTGTGGGAACTACAAACGGTGAAATTCAATTGGAAACTTTAGATTTGAATGTATCACTGCCCGGAGGTGATATTATCTCCAAACCTCGTCAAATAGAAAGATTCAGAGTAGGAGAAACAGGTGTTTATGTGAATTACGGAGGAAATACTGGAGGATTTTTCCTCGGCGATGTAGGCAATGGTATGGAAAAAGCAGGAACAAACACAATATTAAAATCAACTAACGATATATATATGGATGTGACTGGTTCAGGTGCTATAGTATGTAGACCTCAAAGTATAGAAAGAGCAAGAATTGATCAAGATGGTATACTGATTAATAAAAATGGAAATAGTGGAGGCGTATATTTTGGTGATAATACATATGGAATTGATAGAACATTAACCAACTTAGTTACTATGCGTTCAAATGGCCCATTATCGTTAAGATCAAATATTAATGGTATTGATATGAGAGTGGATGATAATCAAATATTGGTCCTCGATAAATATAGTGTAACAGTTAATACAAATGGTTCTACGGGAGGAATATACTTTGGTGTCTCGGGAGGTTATTTAGAAAGACAACCTGGAAATAATATGAGATTGGGAACAAATAATGCAGATGTCATTATTGATTCAATTGGAAATGGAGGTTTAATATGTAGACCAGCCGAAACAGAAAGATTTAGAACAAATACTACAGGAACATTTTTGAATTTTGAACAAACTAGTGGAAATTTATTCTACAGCGATACTGATCATTTATTGGAAAGACCTAATGGAACAAATGATATGAGATTGGGAGCATCTGGAGGAAATGTATATATAGACACAATGGGTGTTAGTGGCGGTTCCATAATATTCAGGCCAAGAAGTACTGAAAGTACTAGAATAGGATCAACTGGAGTTTTTGTAAATTTTGGTGGAAATGGTGGAGGATATTATTTTGGTAGCGAAGGTCATTATTTGAGAAGACAGGTGGGAACAAATAACTTAGATTTATTTACAACTGCGGGTAATATTACTTTGAAAAATACAGGTGCTGGTTCAAACATTATAGCTGGTCTTGGAGGAACAGGTTATTTTGGAGTAAGAACTATAGATGACAGTTGGTTAGCATTTAGAGCTTATAGTGAAGGAGCAATGGGTGCAGATAACAATGTGGTTGCTTATGCAGCACGTTTACAACCAGAAAATGGCGGTAGAATGATATTACCTTCAGGAGGAACAGGAGCAACAGGATTATCAAGTGAAATAACTACTGGTAGTACTGGAGGTATTGTAACACCTTATTTATCTAATGGTTCAACATGGAAACAAATTATAACTTCGGATTATAATCCTGTTAGTACGTACACTAATGCGAATATGAGAATCAATACAGCTGTAATTAGTATGTATGCCAATGGATCAAGTGTAACTTATACTTTCGTAAGAGGTTCTAATCTTACTTTGGGTTCAACTGGTTATACCAATGATTATGCATTTGGAATTAATTATGTGACACAACCAACAACAATATATTCGTGGAATATATCAGTTGCATCAGACAATGGCGCTGAAGCACTTACTGGAGTTTTCAGTGGAATAACAGGTCCTTATTTAGCAACTGATAATAAAGTAAGAGCATTTTTGGGTTCAACACCACCAGTTTTTTCTACTCTTGCAACAGCCACATACGATTTTGCCATTACAATTATGTCTGATTAAAATATAAACTAAATGCCTTAGAAATTTAAAAATCACATAAAAAAGATTATATTCAAACTTACAAATAAATGAATATAAGCTAAATTAAAATTATTAAAATGATATAATTAATTATGCTAAATTTTTGTCATTTAGTAATCAATTAATCTTTCTTTTTACTTTTTCTAATTTTACCATAAATTTTGAGAGTTTTATTTTTTTCTTTTTCATAATCAACTATTGGTTTAGGATAATTGATTTTATAATTAACATATTTTTCGTTCCATTTGTGAATATCACTGTTATTTACATCTTTCAATTCAGGAACCCATTTTTTAATATATTGGCAATCTTTATCAAATTTAATAGATTGTCTCCAAGGATTGAATATTCGTGTGTAACCAGAGCCATCAATTGTGTAAAATACCCATTGCCAATTACCTACATTCTGAGCAGGATCATAGTCAATTAAATTTTTTGAAAAATATGCTTCACCATGAGTCCAATTAATATGTAATGTTTTTATCAAAAAACTGCTAACAATTAATCTACCTCTATTGTGCATATAACCAGTGGTATTTAGTTCTCTCATACATGCATCCACAACTGGAAATCCAGTTTGTCCCAGCTGCCATTTTTTCAATAATTTATTGTCGTTCCACTGTATATTATTATACTTTAAATTAATTGGCTCATGTTTTGACAAAGTTTTTGGATAAAAAAATAAAAGATTGTAATAAAAATCTCTCCAATATAATTGTCTAATAATTTCTGATTTTAACCCAATATTCTTTTTCACAGAATGATATACTTCTCTAATAGATACACAACCAAATTTGTTATAAGCCGATAATCTTGTAGTATTTATATTGAGAATATTTCTATCTTTGTTATAATTTTTAAAATCACCAATATTTTTCAATATTTCTAATCCAAAAGTTCTTCCTCCATTTTGAGCAATATTTTCGTTATAGACGTACAAATTATGTTTATCTTTCTTAAATTCATTCTTAATTTTGATATTATGTTTAATATAATTTGTATGATCATTTTTTGCAGGTAAAGGTATTTTTGTTTCAGAAGCTTTATTGAAAAAAGGAGTGAACTTAGTATAAGCCTTATCATTTGTAGTTTTAATTGATCCAATTGGATTTAGAGTTATATCTTCATATGAATGAAATTTTATATTTTTATCTAAACATTTTTTTTCTATTTCGTTATCTCTTTTGGTTGAATATGGTGTATAATCCATATTGACAAAAACAGCATCAATGGGCATATTAGTTATAAGATCCTCAATAACTTGTGATGGTTTTCCAAAAAAGAGATATAAACGGGATTTATGTTCACATAGCTGACTATCCAAGTCATCGAGTGATTCCATCATAAATTGTACACAATTATCTGATTTATAAGGATTGTCTAATAATTGTTCCGGCGTTAATATAAAAATAGGTATTACTGTTCGAGATGATGTTAAAGCTTTTATTAAACCAGTGTTATCATAAAGTCTAAGATCTCTTCTGAAAATGAATATGGAATGATTGTACATAACTTATAAATATATATATTGGCAATATAATATATTTGGTAATTTATATGCCTGTGATTATATTCCCTAATCAATTATTCGAAGATAACACTTTAATAGAAAAAAATGATGATGTTTATTTAATTGAACATAATGTGTACTTCAAACTTTATAAATATCATAAACTGAAACTAATATTACTAAGATCAGCAATGAAGAATTATGAAGATTTTCTAAAAAATAAATATAAATGTAAGACACACTATTATGAAAATCATGTAAATATAGAAACCATATTTGAAAAGAATAAGGGAAAAGAGTTTTTGATGTACAATCCAATAGATCATACAATTGTGAATGAGATTGAGCGTAAATGCCAAAAATATAAAATAAATCTTAATATAAACGATTCTCCAAATTTTGTTTGTTCTTTGGAGACATTAAAAAGATATGAGAAAAGTGGGGGAAAAGTAAAACATTCATCGTTTTATAAATGGTGCAGAAAAGAGTTTGATATATTAATGTCAGGTGATAATCCTGCGGGAGGAAAATGGTCTTATGATAAGAACAATAGATTACCTTTTCCACAAAATTTCAAAACGAATGACAAAATAATATTAAATAATGATAAATATGTGATTGAAGCAACAAATTATGTAAATAAATATTTTGGAAAAAATGTTGGGTCAACTGAATTCTATTTGCCAATAAATCACGCCGAAGCAAAAAAACATTTCAAAAAATTTTTAAAAGATAGATTAGAATGCTTTGGACCTTATCAGGATGCTGTTAAAGAAGAAATTATATACGGGTGTCATTCATTATTATCTCCTTTGATAAATATTGGTCTGCTAAATCCAAAATATATAATAGACGAAACAATAAAATATTTTAATAAAAAGAAAACAAGTATTGAATCAGTTGAAGCATTTATTCGACAATTATTTTGGAGAGAGTATGTTATGTATATTTATATGTTTTATGATGATGAATTGACAAAGATAAATTTTTTTAAACATAAAAATAATATTTCAAAAGACTGGTATAATGGTACGACAAATATAAAACCAATTGATGATCTTATTAATAAAGTAACTAAATATGGGTATTTGCATCACATTGAAAGACTTATGTATATAGGTAATTTTATGTTATTGTCAAAAATAAATCCGGATAAAGTATATGAATGGTTTATGACTTTTTTTGTGGATGCTATAGCCCCCTGGGTAATGAAACCTAATGTGTATGGAATGTCACAATTTAGTACAGGACCGTTTATGATGAATAGACCATATTTCAGCTCCTCTAATTATATCCAAAAAATGAGTACTTACAAGAAAAAATATAATGTGTATCCAACAATTGAAATAAATGAAGAAATATATGAATGGTTTGAAATATGGGATGCTTTGTATCACAATTTTATTGAGGAAAATAAAAATTATTTAAAAAAAAATTATTCAACAGCTGGAATAATTAGTTCGTGGAGCAAAAAAAACAAAAATGACAAAAAAATAATAATAAATTTGGCTCGTAATTATTTAAAAAATTATACGTAAAAATTGAAAAAATAAGTTACTGATAATTAGATTATTTTCAAGGTACTTAGATTAATAATGTTTAGTACAGTATTTTCTTCATTATTGACTTTAACAATTATGTTTTATAAAAGATGTTTAAATAAACTAAATGACGAATTATTAGATCAAAATCCTGATTCTGAATGTCGCAATTTTATTCACAAAAAAATGATAAAAACTTCTGAAAAATTTGTGAAAGATTTGATTGACAAATACGAAAAACAGCAAACTATTGACACTATAAATGTTTTGTCTAATTTGGAATCTAATGGAACAGATATTATGGACTTTTTAAAAGAAGTCAAAAAAATGAATTTGCGCTGGGAATACATTTCAGAAACTAAATTATTTACTTCTGGATATTTGTCAACAATAGAAAGATCTAGACCTCCAAGGATATTAGAGTATGAAAACGATCAATATGGAAACGATTTGTACGCGTTTGAGATACCTTATTGTCCGATATCCAGAAGACTAATAATATCATATGCTGATATTTTCACACCTTCATTGACTAATGTGACTAAAAGAACTTGTAGAATAATTTTGGATAATAGACAAATTGGATGTGGTTGTTATGTTAATAATATGATTATTACCACAAGAAATATTGCTGAAAAAATCAATGGAAACTTAGACAATGTTTTTATTGATTTCAATATGGTTGCCACAAAGGCTGATAGAATACGTAGAACACTACTTAAAATATCTGGTAAATTAAAATCAGAATTAGATGAAATATCTTTTCAACAAGTTTCGTGGTATATCGATCAATATTTAGACCTTTTGTACAAAAAACAAATGGGAGAAAAGTTTAGTGAAAAGAGAATGAATTTATTAGGCCAAAAAATTCCAAACATCAATATTTCTGAAGATTTAGAATCTGATAATCAATATGATTGTGACCTAGTGTTTGGAGTTACAAATGTTAGAACAGATGGTCAATTTGGACAAATTTTCATCAAAAACAATTTGTCATTTGTGGATTCAGTCCAATTCACCCAAAAAGTTGATGAACTAAAATATGTTCTTATAGTGGGCAGTTGTTCATCTTTGGATGATAGATTAAATATGTTTTATGATTTGATGAGCGATGGACTAGGACATAAAAATGTGCATTTTGGAAAAGTCTATGACGATAACAAACACGATGCGTTCATATTGGATTCTATAGAAGGAGCTCCAGTGATTGATATGATTACTGGAAAATTAGTTGGTATTACAGCGGATGCCGAAAACATAATTACTCCACATTTTTTTATCAAAAAAGATGAAAAATATAAACTTTAGAATACTTATAGAAAAAGTTTATATTTCCATAAATGATGAACATATTATTAATCTTAGTTATTTGGTATGCTTTATATTTTCTTTCCACAATTCCAATAATATTGTTACGAATTTTTATTGTCAATTGTGTATTGCAAATATTAATTACTGTTTTTCAGTTAAGTATTTTTATGACATGTGTTATAACTATTATTTTACCAATATTATTGTTACATAATACAGGAGAACAGATTATTAACTATATAATGAGGTTTTATAGATACATAAAGTGTATTGTATATTCACCACCCTACCGTATAAAAGAAAATAATGAAAAAACTGAGATGTGTTGTATATGTTTGGACGGTATCATTTGTGGTGATCGTATTTATACAAGCAAATGCAATCATGAGTATCATTATGATTGTATTTATGATTGGGTAATTGTTAGTGGTACTTGTCCTTATTGTCGACAATTATTATAAAAAATCCTCTAGTTTTAGGAATTGTCGGAAATCCTTTTGTTTTAAAAAAACTGCCGAAAATCCTTTCGTTTTAAAAAACTGCCGGCAATACTGATTTACCACAAATATACGCTTTATTTTATCAATATCAATGCCTAAATAAATATCATCTCTTAGCCAATTAATTGGATTGTACAATACAGATTTATCCAATATGATTTGCTCGTTATTTTCAAGTTTGACAATGTATAGGCACATTACAATATTTCTATTATAATTATAAAGTCTTTAAATAAATAAAATTTCAAATTTTATTGATCAAATAGCTTGATAAAATCCGGGACAGAAATATTAACACCAGGCAAATGATAATATTCACGATCACATTTTGTAACTCGTTTCATGTAAGACCAATGACTTAGTCCAATAGTTTGTTGTAAGACCGTATTTATACTGTTCATTTGCATAATGAATTGCCATTCTCCATCAATTTTTTTGAATTTTCCCGAACCATTTGTAATGGAACTAGAATGAAACGCAAATTCGACTTTTCTATCTGGCGTAATAGAGCCGATAATTTTGGCCATAGCCAAAGGAACACCATTTACCGTTGTATAAGATGTTCCGAAAACATAACCATCCTTATATTCATCAATAATCCAAACAGTTTGATCTTCCACAGGTATAGTGATATCATTGACAATTTGATAAGCTAACAGTGTTTGTTTTGGTACTATCCAAATACTGTTCATTAACAATTTCTTTAATTTGGAATCTTTCATATAATTTTTATTATATATAATAATAAAGTTGAAAAAAAAACTATTATTTCTACTTTAAAATACGGTATGACGTCTAAGTAACACAATCAAAATGAATCAAAAAGATTTTTTGTCAGCAATAAGAAAAGGTGATATAGATAAAGTGAAAGAGTATATAAAGTCGGAAGAAGATTACAATTTGAGTAAATCTTTTTTGTTGGCATTGAAAAGTGAACAGTATGAAGTAGCACAGTATTTATCATCTTTAGGCGTAAATTTAGATAATTATAATTTATACGAAACAATAGAAAAGATAATCATGAATCATAAAAATATTAATATGGATTTTATAAAACAGTTATTATCTTGTGGAATTAATGTGAGTGGCTACTCCAGAACAATTACAGAAAAAATAATAAAAGAACGCAATTTAGAAACGATAAAAGAAGCGGAATCAAGCGGTATTATAGTATTTGAAAATCATACTATGGATCTGGCGTGTCAATATGGTTGGTTAGAATTGTGCAAATATTTAAACGATAAACAAATTTATTGTAGTTCATCAATATATCATGCCATGGCAAACAATCATATAGATGTATTAAAATATTTAATATCAATAGGTCATCATGTTTCAATCGAAGGAAAAGAATTTAGAAGGGCAATAAAAAAGATTGTACGTTCAGGAAATGTAAAAACATTGGAGTTTTTAAGAGAAAATTTTAATCTTGAACTTAAAAAAATTATTAAAAAGATTTATAACATAGATTTTTTGTGTGTGAATGGTCATTTGGAAATGATAAAATTTATACGTTCACAAGACATAAAAATAGGATTCGATAATTTGAATGGAACCATAATTCATATTGTTGCCACCGGAAATATCTCAATATTAGAATTTACAATGTCCATTGAACAAATTAATATGATGTATCTCATAGAAATATGCTCACGATACACTTCAGGCAAAATTTTTAGATATTTAATGTCAAAAATTTTCAAACAACGAGAGATGATAGACTTTATAGATTTAAATAATTTACATCGTATAAAATGTATAGATGCGATTAAACTATTAGTATCAACCGATACTATAAAAAAAACACTTGATAAATTTATTATTATGTCAAATGTAGTATCTAGTGGACATATTAATACAATAAAGTATTTAATTACAAAAAATTTTAAAGTTGATGGGAAACATACATTGTTGGCTTTGGACAATAATCAATATAAAACGGTAGAATATCTTTTGTCACTTGGTTATAATTTCAAAGAACAATTTTTTGAAAGATTACAATGCAATCCACCCAAACTAACTAAAAATAATTACGGATACCTGAGTGAATATCTAGAACAATTAACAAAATATATTAATTCCATCAAAAAGGTAGCTAAATTAATAAAAATATTGTATTATAAAAAAAAGTTTGATTTGGCACACAAAGTTTTAGAAATTTATGATAAATATTATGAAAAACAAAAAGATGGAAAAAATTTAAATGAAGATATTATTGCTAGTATTAATAAAATAAATAGAATGCGACAAAATTTTATTAGTAATTTAATGAATGATAAAAAAAAAGATATATTGGTAATATGTTATTAGTCATTATCTGGAGTTACAAATATTGCCCAATCAACTCTAGGAGCAATAGTATTATTATCGATTTGCTCAATGAACATATGTCCAGCAATTAATTTAGCCAAATATTTTGTACCATTGTCATTAATTTTTACTGGTGCATAAGCATATCCATGTGGAATATCTGCAGTATCAATTTTTGGCCACTCTTTGCCGTTATCAAAATCTATCGCTTGATAAACGCCTTCGGTATTGAAAACTGAGAATGCAGTAATCCAGCCAGAAATATAACTGGGACCACTACCTCCTGAATAGTATTTAACAATTCTATTCCACCAATTTTTATCAATTTTATCTTTTTCGTCTTTGGCGATGAAATTTGCTGTTTCAATAAATTTATCAAGTATAGGAAACAGGAGATTAGTCCAGTTAGTCATTAGTTTATTTTCTAAATCAAATTCTAAAAGTTTGTTTGCTCTCATGCGAATGTCAATCCAATCCTCAGGAACACCCAACAATGTTACACCAGGTAAATTGCATTCAAAACTTACCTTATATTCGAAAAATGTCTTAAAAGTAGCCATGAGACATACTGATGCTGCCATAACATCGACCGGAGTTGTTGTGGAAAACTTTGGAGTAATCCAATTATGAATTTGTGGATCTTTTATATTTTCGGAAATTTTATCAGCCATTTGAGCATAAATTTTGACGTGATCTGCATTGAAAAAACTACCACCTGATTTAATTTCCAGTGTTTTTTTACCTTCAAAATCAACAAGTTTGCTTCTTAATTTTTCACCATTTGCATTTACGTAATTTGAAAATTGATTACAGATGGCGATCCAAATATCATCTGGTCTAATGGTGAGATTGTGATGTCTATTATATGCTTTGATTGTGGAGAAAACGAAAGAATTAGTGCCTTCAGAAAAACATTTATCTGAAAGTGATGATCCAGCTACAAAAGAGTATTTTTTCTCTTCTTCACGAGATAATCCGTAGTTAAAGTTTTTTACTGTTCGCATATAAACATTTTCTGGTTCAACATTCGCTACTTTAAAATAATTTGCCATTATTGTTTTATTGTAATCCTTTTTACTATATACCCTTCAATGTGTTATTTTTTTCAATTTTTTTGGCAAAAAAAATGAAAAAACAAAATCATAATAAGCTTTTAACAAATAAAATGATAATAATGGATAGCAAAGTATTAACAAGATTATTGGAACAAGTAAAAAAATACTTGGAATATTTGGATAACAATATCACTTCAATTTGTCAAGATATTTGGGGCAATAGCAGTGAACATTTTATAAAAAAATACGATGAACAACGATGTGCCGAAAAGGGTATATCGTACCTATATGCATTGGACTTATGCAATAAAAGAAACCTTTTGTATCACGTTATTGAACAACTAAAATTAAAAGTCAGTTATGATGAATTGTTTGAAGGAATTGACTTTATATTTTGGTTAGTTAGTTATTATGGCTCAGGACTGTTTTACAATTTTATTGGCAAAAGTCCTGTGACTTCAACAAATGAAACTAAGTTTGTTGATATATTATTGAGCGTAAATAGCTATTTGAGATATAATTTATATACCGAATACAAAAAAGTAGTTCCGTTTATAGATTATAGTTGATTCTAAAAATTGAATTTTATTTATTTAAAACTTTGACGATATACAATATTTATATATGAGTTTCGAGAAAAAATACAAAGATTTGGTATATGTTGTTATAGATGTAGAATCAAATGGTCCTAGTGTTAAAAAGAACAGTATGTTTTCTGTTGGTGGTGTTGCAATTGAAGTTACAACTAAAACAGTATTAGGTAGTTTTCATTTTAATGTTAAAGAAAGTAAAGGAAGTTTAATTGATAAAAATTGTTGGGATAATTTTTGGTCAAAACATCATATTATGTATGAACTATTGCACAAAAATCAATGTGATGAAAGTGATGTGGTAACATTTATTTGCAATTTTATTAAACATTTTGTTGATAAAGGAAAAAAGATATTTTTTGCATCTGATAATTCAGTATTCGATTGGAAATGGATTGACACTTGTATTCTAAATCATCGTGAAGAGAACCCATTAGGTCACAACGCACTTGATATATTTTCTTATGCTGCCGGAGTGTTCAAAGAACCAAGACATAATGTCATGAAAACTATAAAAAAATATCCAAAAAAATTCAATGTAGACAAGATAGAACACAATCACAATCCGTACATGGATGCTTTACAAGAAGCATGTTTGTTGATTGATATTATAAGATATAGCGAAAATCTTGAGCCCAAAAAATTAACTAACACGGCTTTGATAGAGCCTTTTAATAGTGTGTATATACCAAATGATATTTAAATGTCAATATAATAAATATTTTTTATGTACAACCATTTTTTATTTCATAAAGATGTTCCAACCGATATCAATTTGAAAAAATTTTAAACGTTTGATTTTAGCGACCAGATTGTCCAACATATTTAAAATATACTATCTCCTGACGATGTATCAACTAGAACAATATTATTTAATCCTCTTTAACAAATTTTTTGGTTAATTTAGTTTGATTGTTTGAATAATCAAAATAATATTGAAGATAATAATTTCCTTTGTGATTGTAACTATAACAATGCGAAAAATGGTGATGAAAGGTATCAATATCTCTAATATATGTATCAAATATGAAGTTATATGATACATTTATTATAGTATTTTATATATTTGCTATTGTACATTTAAGCGACAAAAACATTATACTTGAAAATAAGCTCTTATGACTGTATAATTCTATGATATGTGCTATGCCATTTATTGTAACCTTTTGTTCAAAAAATAATTCTCACGAAAAAAACATGATAGTCGCAAAAGAAATGTCAACAAATAATATTGTTAAAACTCACGAATGTTCCAATTTTTTTAGTTTTGAACATATAATTATAAATAATGATAATTTTGATTTAACTAGTATAAAATCTATAAGTATTGACTGCGGTAATATCATTAAAGAATTTCCTTTTGATCTGTTCTCGGACAAATGCTCTTTAACCAAAAAGAGAGGAAAAATCTATTTAGATATTCGAAAAAATCCCTTTATTCCAAAATATATGCTCAGTAAACAAGAGAATAAAATAATATTAATTTGTGATCAAAATGTAGACTTTTCGATCATATTTATTGAAACAGCTGTTTATAGTGAATATGGTGACATGGCGTTATTAAAAGAACAACCCACTATGTCGATGTAAGTGGACAAATTATGTTGTATATGTAAATATATAATCTGTCGACTAATATATGAAACACTGTGACATTATTTGCATTGGTTTGGGTATTAGCGGTTTATATTTTGGTTACAAGGCACTAAAGTCAAATAAAAAGATTTTATTTATAGAAAAAGAAGAAAGAGTCGGAGGAAGAATTAAAAGTGTTAGTCTTGGTAACAATCCTTACTGGGCAGAAGGGTGTGCAACTAGATTTTTTTATAATCCAAACAGTCCTCCATCATTGCAAAACGATGGATACGTCGTGCAATTATTAGAAGAACTAAATATTGGAAGTACTCCAATGCCAAATGATAGAATCGAAACAGGTGACTATTATTTAAAAGTCATTCAGAAGATTAACCAAATGTATCCGGTTATGTATGATAGTCTAGCTAAATTATCATTTCCTACTCAAGTCGAGTTATTAGGATATTCTATCAAAGAATTTGCTGACCAAATTGGATATCCATTGTTTGAGGATCCAATAAATTTAAATATGGCTATGAGAACTTTAAACAAGTTTGTTGATTTAGTGCAGAATTTTGTTGACGGAGGTTATGAAAATGTTTGTGAAAAAATATATCACATAATCAAAAAAAGATTTAAGTTTAAATTTAATAAAACTGTGAGTCAAATAGATTATATTGATAATTGTTATATTATAAATAATAAATATAAAGCGAAAAAGTTATTATTTACAGGAACAATTGACCAGTTAAATACTATTACCATTAACATTCCACATTTACTGGAGTTAAAAAGAAACTTGGTCAACTCATATTTTGATTATCGAGCCATAAGAATATATTTAAAAATAAAAGATCCTTGGTGGACAAAAGATGATATATTAAAAAAATGGAACACTGGAACGGCATTAAACCAAATTATATATTTCACAAAAGATACAATACAAATATATTCAAATATGTGGGCATCTGAGTTACTATTTTATATGATACCTGAAAAGTTTAGGACAATAAACAAATTTATTGATAGTTCCAATGTACCTCAATTGGTAAATTATGTTAGTCAAAAAATTTCTGAGATTATCGGTGTGCAAAATATAAAGATAGATAAAATATGGTATAAATATACAAGAGCGGCAGCTCAATTCGTAAGACCAATAGAGGAAAATTATAATAAATTCATTAAAAGAATACAGGAAAACAATAATTTTTATATGTTATCTGGGGACTATACTCTTAATCCAGGATGGGTTAACTCTTGCTTACAAATCGTCGAAGAAAAATATAAAAATATTATTTGTGATTAAATTATAAAGAATCAATCTCTAAACTGACAGTGAAATTAAAATAATTATATTTTGATAAATAGTCTGAGTATGTTAATACAGCGGTCACATATTTTAAAATCTTAGTGTTTATACAACTAATTTCTTTGTAAAGGTTAATGATATATTGTGATGCCTTTTTAACATGAAAACTCGGAATTTTAGAAAGTTTCTTAATAAATCTCTTTTTGGTTTTTTCAATTGATTTTGCGAGTTTACAATACATAATAGAAAAGTTTATTTGTTTAGTGTATAGTTTATAGAACTTTCGACAATCATTACGGACAAAAATATTCAATAATGGATAGGAATAAAGGTCTATTTTTGGAATAATTGGTTCAGGTATTGGATCAATATCTCCACCAGGATCTGAATAATTGAGTGATTGTATGATTACTTGTTCACTTATATCTCCATCGAATATTGTCAATTGTGAATAGAAAAATATATTTTTTGGATTCGCTTGAGCTGTCAACAAGAATTTTGTGTGTTGTAGGAAAATAAAAGACTGAATCTTAATCATAAATATATCACTAAAGTTTTTTGCTTGAAAAAGTAGAAAACTATTGTCGCTCAACTCCTGGAGTCAATGCCACATTACTAAGGTCAGTATCTAACGTCTTTGTTACGGGAGCTTACTTTACGTATTTAATAAGATTATGTGCCTGTTCTTTAACAACATCAACATTTGGAGATGATTCATTGTATGCATATGATGTACCATAAATTTTCATATTTCCTCGTACACCAGATGACAAAACATTTCCATACACACTAGGTGGCCATTTGTTCACTGATGCATAGATTTCTCCGCTACTGTACATTCCAAATTCGAATAGCTGATCATAATTCATAATTTATTATCTTGTCAAAAAAATTGAATTATTAATGTATTAATTGATTTATAGAAGGAAATATATTATTATTATCAATATGAACGAAAAAAGTGTTTGTGTCCAGGATTTACAACAGATCAGTGATTGTTATAAAAAAAAATTAGATGCGTTAACTGAAGAATTAGAAGTTTGCGAACTACTGTTCAAACAATATATAACCTCAGTTTTAAAAATAGTTGTCACAACAAAGAATTTAAAAAAATATGGAAATTTAGAAGGAAGATTTTACTTTTTGCCGCTATTTGCTTTTACGAATGATAAATTAAATTCTAATTTTTATCACGAAGATTGTTATATTAGTAATTATCAATGTACTAGTTTATGGCATATGCTCATATATATTGACAAAAATTTAGATTTTAAGAAAGAAAAGTTTAAAATAAATCATATGATGAATATGATTGAGAAAGTAGAAGCCGAATATAACAAATATAAACTAGACAAACACGATTTTAAATATAAATGGATAGTTAATTATGTTAAGGAAAACAAAATATACGATGGTTTGACATTAAAAGAAGGCTGGGGTGTTTCACATTTTAAAATACATTGTAATGGAATATTTGTACATTGGTAACTTATTTTATTTTCCATCTTGTTTTAAGTTCATTTATTTCGTTTATTGTTCCGGCCAAAATTGAAATAAAAATTCTAGGTTCATTTATATCAGGTTCTGAATGTATAGTTGCCAAACTAGGATTTCCAGTCGAGAAGATAGCGCCTTGATTAGATTTAGGTTGTAATATTTTGCAATGCTTTACGATTGTATCCAACATTGTTCTATTGTCAATCTCAATCTGTGCTTCTGCATTTGTTAAAAATTTTTCGAAAAATTTTTTTTTATAATCTTCATCGCATTGAGCGAATAAAGTTCCGGGTCCTTTTGGAGTTGTTATAAATTTATAATTAGGTTTTTCTCGATTTGTTATATCATAAAATTTACCATCAATATGCCATCTGGGAATTTTATACGAATCATTTGGTATTGAGGCTCTAATATCTAACCAAAAACTATCTTTTTCAAATCCTTCTATAACTGCATAAACTAATCTAATTGTATAATCTTTTATAATACTAATATCATCAAAAGTATTTTGTCCAATACTTGCATAATAATCATAAACTTCTTTATCAATACAACAACTATTACCAAAATTTCTATATATTTTTGTAGTAGTAACATTAAAAGTTTCAAATGCCTTTTTTTCGATAGAAGTCATTTCAATGTCAAATACTTTGATTTGCTCATTTTTGTATTTATTAATATTATTTATAATGCCTGATATCATATAATACTATAAAATATTATAAATTTGAATTAATAGTTTCTTTTTTCAAATTTTATCGATAATTTTTATTGAATCTAATATTTGTTGATTGCTTAATGTGGTACAATAATCACCAGACTCTATATCTCGAGTTATAAAATGATTTTCACATAATGAAATTTGACTAAGAGTATTTAAAGTTTCTTGAGAATAAGATTCATACCATTTAAAAAAATTTTCAGAATGAATTTTCATAAAATTATTTTCCATATCATTCCTTAAAAATTCGTATTTTGTTTTATTATAATAGTAATTAATAAAATATACAGCAATAGGTGTAATTATAAACATTACAAATCCACTTGCACAAATTATTGATAAAATTGTAATGCCCATTATTTTGACAATATTAACTTGTTCAGTTTTAACATAAGTAAAATACATTATATAAGGAGCCAAAAAAATAGTTAAAAAATATATTACATATGAAAATGCAGGTAGCATCACTAACATACAATTTAAAATACGATTATTTTTTTTGACAGTCAATATATGATAATATTCTGTTAAATAATGAATAAAATAGTGAGAAGGAATTAAATTGTCCATAACCAAGTAAATACAATTGATAATTATATTTGAAATAATAGACAAATGTTTTTTTTTCAACTTTTTCACAAGTTAAAAATTTGAGATTTCACGAAATCATTAACTTGAGCAATATAATCTTTCATATAAACATCTTTTACTACTCTAGGAATTTTGAGTTGTTCCCTTACATATGTTTTAATTTTATTGACCATCTCAACTGGTTTTTCTTTAGTGAAATCCAATGCTTGGCAAGCAGTGAATAATTCATAACTCAATACATTGTATGTATTTTCAACAGATTGATTAGCTTTTCTGCAAGCCCATCCACCCATAGATACAACATCTTCTGTTCCTTCACATGTTGGAATATTATGTACACAGGCTGGATTTGCCAATTGTCTATTTTCGGCAACAATAGCAGCAGATGCGTATTGTACAATCATAAAACCAGAATTTAGACCTGCATCATTTACCAAAAAACTAGGCATAAATTTATTTAGTGAATGATTAACCATTCTTTCCAGTCTGCGTTCACTAATATTGCACAAAATAGCCATAGCCAAAGCCAATTGATCAGCACAAACAGCGATTGGCATACCATGGAAATTACCACCTGAAACTATTTTGTCATTATGACCAAACACAAGTGGATTATCATTAGAACTGTTAAATTCGATTTCCACGGTTTCTACACATTTATCGATAATTTCAAATGCAGCGCCATGTACTTGTGGAGCACATCTCAATGAATAAGCATCTTGCACTTTATTATTAGAATGAGTTTGTTGTATTTCTGATTCGGGACTTAATAGTTTTAACAATTCATTAGCTGCTTCAATTTGACCTTTATGGGGTCGAGCATGATGAATATCTGCGTCCAGAGCTTTTGTTGTGGCATGTAAGGCCTCATATGTGGTTGCAGTAACAAGATTACATAGTTTTTTAATTTTAACGGCCTCATAACATGCTAAAGCTGTCCAACTAGTAATAAATTGAGTTCCATTATTTAATGCTAAACCTTCTTTAGCATGTAAATCCATTGGAGTAATATTTAATTTGTTCAAAACTTTCATGGAGTCAACAAATTTGTTTTCTGTGAAATCAAATGCTTGACTTTCTCCTAACATTGACATGACCATATGAGATAATGGGCACAAATCACCACTAGCACCCACAGTTCCTTTTACTGGTACATATGGATAGAAATCTTTGTTCAGACATTCAACAATTTTTTCAGCAGTACATAATCTAACACCACTATTGCCATTAGCAAAACACGTTAATCTTAGCAACATCATGCCCCTAACAACTGCATTGGGTGCAGGTTCACCAATTCCTACTGCATGAGATCTAATGAGATTGTATTGAAGTTGTTGCAAATCTTCAAATTTAATAAAAACATCTTTGAGAGAACCAAAACCTGATGTAACTCCGTAAATAATATTATTATTTTTTAATCCTTTTTCAATAACTTCTCTACTTTTGACAATTTTAGCTTTAGCAGTATCTGTCAATTCAACTTTAAATTTATTTACAGCAACATCATAGAATTGTTGTAAAGTCAATTTGTTATCTCCAATTAAAATGCTCATTATAATATATACTATTTTAATATTAAATATGTTAGACTGTTTATTTTTCAATTTTTTAAAAAATTTTCCTGAAACAAACTAAATAAATAAATAAAAATAGTAATAATAAATAAAATTAAACGCTCGATAAATATTCATTTAAATCAACAGTTTTTTGTTTTTCATTGGATTCAATATTTGTTCTTAAATTTTTAACAACAATTAATCCTTTAGACCACTCATCCGGAGCCAACAAAATAGCACAATTTGCTTTAATTCTATCTGCATAACTAAAAGCAACATTCATTTTTGATTTTTTAATATACACTTCTACGGTTTTTCCTTTTTCTCTCAACTTATCAGCTACCAAACAAGAATCTGCAAAAAACTCGTCATTAAATGGTATTATTACATAATCAGTTTTTACTTCAAATGAAGGTAATTTGTTTAATTCCTTAAGAATATCAAGAATAACCACATCACCGCAACCAAATCCGATTGCTGGAACGGGAGTAGGATAATTATATGTTGTTAGCAAATTATCATAAGCACCTCCGCCCAAAATAGCTCTTTTCATTTCAGTAGATTTGGAATATGCTTCAAATACAATTCCAGTGTAATAAGATAAACCTCTTATAACTGAAACATCAAATTGTAACCAATCTTCAAAACCTAATTTTTTAGCATTCAAAAATATATTTTTCATTTCATTTAGTACTAGATCATCTTTGTCCAAATAATTTAATTGAACAAGTTCATCAAAACTCTTAATTTCAGAAAAAGTCAATATCTTTTCAATTTGTTCATCAGTCAAACCCACTGTTTCTTTGAACATAGATCGTATATCATTCTTTTCAAGCTTGGCTAATTTGTCAAACACATTACATGCTTTCATAAATTTCTCGTCTTCAGTTATACCAAAATTATATAATACTTTTTGAAGTAATTTTCTATTTGATATTCTAATTACAATATCATTTGTAGTCAAATTAATTTTTTTCAAAAATGCAACAATAATTTGCAATATTTCTGTCTCAGATTTTACATTTTCTGTACCAAACATATCTACATTCCATTGATAGTGTTCGCGTTTTCTTCCTCTTGTTGTTGATTCATATCTCCAACATTGTGGAATACTAAACCATTTGATTGGTAACATACTACTTGGTAATATCTGCATAATCATTCTGGCCAAACTGGGTGTCATTTCAGGTCTCAAACAAAGTTTAACTCCATCTTTTTCGAACGAATACATTTCACTTAATATATCATCATTACCTCTTTTTACAGTGTATAAACTAGAGTGTTCTAAAACAGGCGCATCATATTGTTGATAATTGAATTGTTTGGAAACATCTGACCAAATGTTAAATAACCAATTTCTTACCTGCATATCCTCTGGGAAAAAATCTCTTGTTCCTGATGGTGGATAGACACTTACACTCAAATTTGTTGGCTGTGACATTGTTTTATATAAATTAATATTTTAATACTTTAATACTTTAATTACTTTTTTTTTCAATTTTTTTTTCAAGAGAAATCATTTTTCTCTTTAACCATTCACAAAAAAAATTGGAATATCTGACACATTCCATTCGATTATTACATCCGAAGTCTATTGATTCCAATATAACATCGTGTGGATATGGAAGTTTATATAATCCTAGACAATTATCCGTTTTTGTTACACCAAAGCCTAAACTACAATGGTCACCATATCTGTCTTGTTTGCACCATTCTATACATGTTTTTTGATCATATAACTCAAAAAAATCTATCAAATCATATTTTGTATTTTTTTTCCATAATTTTACTAAATTACAATACATATCATAAGTGACCAATGGCTTATCGATGTTATACAGATAATATCCATTTACTTTTTCTTGGTCACTTATTATCAAATCATTATTAAAAGGATGATCCACATCAATAATCGTATAGAATTTAATTTTTATGTTAGTTTTCTTGAAATAATCAAATATATCGAAATCAAGTGGTACAATATTTGTAGTTTCAGTATTTATATAAATATGAGAATAAAAATATGTCATAAACAAAAAAGCTTTTTTTTCAATTTTTAATGATGACATCTCAAATTTTTAATATTTTATCAATTATAAATAAAAGTAGAGCAATTTTTTGGATATAGGTATATACATATATGGAACAAGATAAAAAAAAGATAGAATATAGGTTCAATATGGATATGTCAAATATATTGGTTTGGATTGCAATATGGGGAATATTTGACAATGTTTTGTATATATTCGTATCCGCAGAAAACTATTATCTGAGAATAGGTATCTATATTGTCTTTCTTATTATTGCAATTCAAATAAAATTGTATACTTACGAAAATTTGTTTTAATTATCGAGAACATCAATTTTCATTATTAAAGGTTCGCAATATATTGAAGAGTGATCACCATTGCTTCTTATTGGATTATTCAACATACTGCATGATGGAGTTATAATAGTGAATGGTGACAGATACTCTTTACAATATTTTTGAACTAATGAACTACTCACTTTTGGATTAAGAGTTATTTTGTATTTGCAATCATGAATATCATGCTTCTTATTATTATCTAAACGGTCATGAGGTCTCGCAAAATTATCGAGTATAATATATTCTTCACTTTTTGGATCATTAGTTACAATAATATCGAAGAATTCGACTTTATAACTGTCATCAAATTTATACACATTTATATTCGTTTTAATATACAAACTATATTTTATATTATAATTGTGATTATCTTCACACAATTTATAATATTTTTTAATATCAAAAAGTTTGTGGTCGATATCGATATATTCAACATCTTTATCACATTCAACAATTTCTGCAGTGTAAGAATCTTGGAAAGATCATATAGTAATCTTTCATCTAACATTGTGTATGTGTCTGTGCTGCTGAAACGTCCATAGAAATTGCAATCAATATTATCAATGTCATAATATGGATATTTAAGTTCTATCTCATTTGTTGGTTCTAAGCTATCATTCTCTATGCCGTGCAAATAGTTGACGACAAAATTGTTGGTGTTGTTGTATAATTTTGCTTTAAGGTTGTGCATTAATTTTTTGATTACAATATTATTAATGTTGTTGAATGTTTTGTTGGTGCTATTTTGACACAACTCATCTAATCCAAAAAAATTTAATTCGCTGTTTATATAACTGATATTGTTTATAGTTATATAGTCGTAAAATTTATCGGTGACATTATTAGTCACGATTGGTATAATCACATTTTTAAATATTTCAGAACTGTTGTCTGGATAAGTGCTTTCAATGCAACCGTTGAAGTTATATCCAATTATGGGTACAAAATTATTGTACATTATATTTGAGATTTCTAATTCAAACTTTGTGTCTTCAACGGTAATAATAAGTATTGTCATTTTTTCGTATTATAGAAGTTACGTGGACATTAAACAAATCAATTTTATTCAACATTACCAACACAAACTTTGCCAATTCCAGTACTAACAAAATTTTTGTATAAATTCGTGTGAATTAAAGTGAGAACGTCTTTCACGACAATATCGAATATGGTAGTGCCGATATGTTTATTGTCTATACGGTCACGAATGTTTTCAATGAGTGGTTTACTAATATTCAATTTATCAGATAATATATATTGATTATATATTGAATTTACGGTTTTCATCATAATGTCTTTGTCATTTTTATCCTCAAAATCTTTTTTCATATCATTGACACTTTTCCAGAATAAAAGATTTTCTTCACAATGTTTTTGTCTGGAAAATTCTAAAAATGCTTTAAATGTCACATCATTTGATAATATTCTTATCATTGTAGTGAAAGTGTCTGATTGACCGCCAATATTATCCTCTTTTATTTTTCTAATTTCAGCATAGAGTTCAGCAATTTTATCGTTCAACTTATTATTTTCTTCCTGACATGCTTTTATTTTTTCTTCTTCATATTTTAACAATTTAATAAAATAATCATAATCATTCTTGATTTCTGTCCTTATACCTTCACACGTTTCTGTTATTTTTCCACATAAGTTAATTTTTCTCAATTCAATTTCGTTAGTGTTGTTAGTTATATTATGATCGATATCGTCATTTATATGTTTGAATGTGGATATCAAAACTTCACTTTTTCCTTTTTGTCTGGAACGACCTAAAGAAACTGTCACAAATATTCTTGAACCATCTTTTCTTTTTATTGGGAGTCTTCTTGGTTTTCCTATTAATCTTGTTGTGTCTGTTTTTCTATAATTTTCCAAATAATTATCATGAACTTTCGCATAAGTGTCAGGCATCAATAACGTAACACTCTTTCCCATCATTTCAGTTTTGGAATATCCGAATAATTTTTCTGCTTCAGCATTAAAACCTAATATTACACCGAAATTATCTGCTACAACACAAGGTTCTAATATAGACTCGATTGCCAATATATCAGTTTTATCGTCAAATTCTGCATTTGTTCTTGAGTAAGTTAAAAAATATATCCATTGTTTAAATTCGAATTCAGTGTCACAATAGAAATAAGTTTTTTCATTTGTGGCATGGTGAATAAATAATATTGTGCATTTTTTTGCTGTTATAAAACTACCATCTATTACATTGTAATCTGATAATTTGTATTCTTCAAAACATTTTTCCATCATTTCATCGTATTTTTTTAGGATTTTATGTTCAAGCTTCATATAATAACGTCTCATTTTATCACCAAAAATACCCGACCCAATTTTTTGTTTCAAGTAACCTTCGAACGTAATTTTATCACTGCTGTCAGATTTATTTGACATATCGCTACGAGAAAAATCTGATATTTCACTCATAATAATAAAAGTTGATATTTTTTATTTCTATATAATTTCTTAAATAGACGCACTAAATATTTTATTACTAAACCAGAGCACTAAAGATATGATTAGATTATTTTTTCGATTTATAATATCTTTCAATAATTTCTATTGTTCCTGGAATATTCAGAGAAAAAACATTTGGTAATATTGTTTGTTTCTCCAAATGACAAATCAAATAATTAATTTGTTCTTTCCTGTCTTTTGCATGATGTAATTTACTGTATAATTTACCGAAACTATAATGACAATCGCGATAATATGGCTTAAAAAAATTTCTAATATATTGTTGATTGGTTATGTCCATTGAATTGTCATTTGTTATGATTTCTCTAAAATATCTTTCCAATGATCTGTGCAACGACCATCCATTATTTGTGCCAAAATCTTCAATATAAAATCTTAAAATCATCTAAATGATCATTATAATTACATCCAAAATATCGTCTAATACTCTTTAATTTACTGTAATCAACTAACTCGTCACTTTTGTTTATAAAATTAAGGAAATTTAAAACAATATCTTTTGTGAATGGAATAAAAATTTTGTATCCCAATAAGCCAAAACATTACCATCTCTGCACAATAACGTCACCAAATCCATATTATTATTATGTTAAACTATGAATTTAATTGAATAGTCTCAAAAAGTTTCAATTTTTCTAAATTAATCCAAGCCATCCTCTCTACATATTTTTATTGTATTTTGTTCCACATTAAACGCGATGACATACGATTGTATTTTACTTGCTTTACATTTAGTTTTTATCATATCAAATAATATTTTTCCAGCATCACCAAATTCTATCAAATGGTTTTGTGTTTCGACATCATCATTGATATATCTGTCATAAATATTATATTTTGGTGAACCGACAACCACAGTTTCTTTATTATCACTGATATTATAATGAATCAATATATTTTTAACTCTATCTCTTTTCCTCTCAAAGTATTTTTTCACATTGTCATAAAGATTTTCTAATTTAGTCAATACATAATTGTCTGATAACACTGGCAAAACATTTTTTGATTCACTCATTTAATATTGAAGACTAAAATATTATGATATGTTTTAAACTTTTCAAATTTTATGATGTGATTTAAAATTGAAAAACTAAGTACTAGATGATATTTAGGAAAAAAGGATATATTATAAGTGACGAAATGTGTTGGAATTTACCTGTTTCTATCAGTTTTTCTGTATTGTATACAGCCTGCATATTGTTTTACTATGCCAAAAAACCAAGATATTGGAGACTTTATATTTTATTCAGTGGTTTTTATTTGATAATGGAGATGTTTCAGTCGTTACAATGGATATTTGGAGATGTGATTTACAAAGATCTTACTTTTGGTCCTGAAAAATGTTCATTCACAAATAAAAGTTTTACTTACTTTGCCTATGTGTTAATTTGGTTACAACCACTATTATTCTCTATTATTGGATATCTGCAAGACAGAAATAAGTTCCTTAAAAAGATTATTATATTGAACATAATAGTCTTCTGTTATTCTTTAGTCAGTGTTTTTGTCAGATTATATCATACTCAAAAATATCTTATTGAAGGAAGTAATTTTGCTGGAGCAACTTGTACTCACGTGGGCCCTACTCACCATTTGTCATGGAGATTCGCAGTTGAAAATATTGATTTAGCTTTGAACAATATGACATACGTAATTTTATGTACTTTTTCATTCCTGTTCTACAGAGAAGAATTAAAGAATATATGGAAAGGCTGGGTTGTAACTTTATTGATAACCAAATTAGTTCTAAATCCTCATAATGCCGAAGTTCCATCCACATGGTGTTTGATCAGTGTTATTGCCAATATTATTATTATATTAGGAGCAAAATATGATCAATAATTTTTTTATAATAAAATTGAAAATAAAGGTTATTTATTGTTATAGATAAATATCTTGTTCTGACGAATTTTATTTTTGATCGAAAGGAAATACAATTTGATGAATAATTTAATGGTACAAAAAATTAAATAATTTTTCAAATGTCAGAAATCTAGAATTAAAAATTAACGATTGTTTTGTAAATTATACAAAGTCATATAAAAAAATTGATAATAATAGTGTTTAGATCATAATTTTAATTATTATTAATCAATCATGATTATTTTATTGTTACTGGTATACCTATCATCTTTTGTTCAGTCATCAGTTATTCCACAGGTTTGTGTCACTGAGAACAGTCTGGTTTTTAGTTATATCAACACAGGAAATACAACTGTTAATTTAGATAGTCAACTATATAGTAATGGCCAGATAATACCCTATGTGCTTCCACAATATTTTTTACCAGGGCATAACCGAGCAATATTTTCGGTCAATAAATTCTTATTATGTGACAGAAAATATGACAGTATCGCTGAAATGGACGCCATTTTTGATGACAATAAATTTAGTTTAAGAGTTTTTCCAGATTCTGGAGTCAGTGGTATTGTGGCTTATTATTATGATAGGAAAAATGTGTATAGAAGCGTTGTAATGAAAAGAAAGAACGATAATTTATGGTATGCCGATAATTTAAACAACAACAAACTTAATTACATAGATACCATCAGAATAACTTATACTGATAATAGATATTCAATTGTTAAAGTCAATAATTCACCACAAGGTTTGTTATATGATATCAGCAAAACGTATGTTGATTTGAGTTCCGATAAATTATCATTTAGAATTATACCGGATGTTGGCGCTGATAATGTGTATTTTAATTGCGCAAAATCTAGTGGTAATGTGCATTATAGATTGACCAGCACATCGCCAACATTATGGGAATCAAATGAATCTGTCAATCATAACGAGTGTCTGAATTCGAATATCACAATGAAAATAGGAGGAACTACTTCTTCTTTTAATGTTAATTTTATGGACCGTAACAAAAATATTTGCAATAGACTTCATCTTAAAAATGATATTTGTGATATTGATACCTGGTGTAATAATTTAAATGGAATATATTGGATTATTGATAATGAATCAAAAAGTTTCAAATCTATTGATCATAAATTTTCAACAAATTGTACGTTTAATCAGGATAAATATACAACCTATTACACTATATCGAGTTTTTGGAATGGTAGAATAATGGATATAAAAGATGGAGTTTTGGTGAGGGGTACTGGTCTTCAGTTGTGGGATTACGTGGAAGGAGCAAATCAATTGTGGTATGTTCAATACATTCAAAACAATGGTACATACTATATCAAAACTGCTCTTAATCATAAATGTGTCACCGCTTTTGAAAATACTGTAAGAATGGAGGATTGTAATAATTCTGATCAACAAGAATTTTACATCAACGAAATTAAAAAAGATGTTTATGAAATTGAGTCAAAAATATACGCCAAATGTATCGATATAAAAGACTGGAATCCGGGTAATGGGGCTGAATTACAATTATGGTCTTGCACAAAATATGAAAATCAATTGTTCAAATTTATTGAATATGGCCACATTATTATTTAAAATTTATTTATTTAAAATTTATTTATTTAAAATTTATTTATTTAAAATTTATTTAAAAAAAATTGATTATTATTCAGAAAAACCTATTATCTTTCAATTACAATACCAAAAAAATGCAATCGTATCATATGGATGTTAATAATATATTGTTTTTTACTTTGATAAATTCCATTTCATCTCAACTTGGTCAAATTATTATGCTGTTATTTGATGGTATTAAAATTGTGTTTGACTTTGTATATCTTCAAATTGGACCATATTTTCACAGTAAAATCAAAAAAATTTTTAAAACCAAATTGTATGAGATAGAGATTGAGATTAAGAAGAAAGATCAAAACATTTATACAAACGAATTAGAAAAGAAACCATATCCCAAAAGTGTGTTGGCTTTAAATCATTATATTTCAAAAAAGAACTATGCAAGTATTTCCAAATTAGAAGAATATTTGCCAGATACGACAAAAGATACGGTCCTTGGATTCGCTGCTGCAGCTTTGTCCGGAAATAACTCCAAGAATAAACAGACAGTAAAAACAGAACAACCTCATTATATTCAATTCATTGCTAGCTCAAACGTCAAAATAAATATCAAAGATGCTACTAACAAGAACGACTCTTATATTGGTGATGAAATTGCACAAGACATATACTTGAAAATATATGAAAAAACGTCTGACACTAGTTCTAGTTATAGATATAATGCATTGATGTATTCAGTGAGAAGTTATAAATATTCTGTTGAAGATTTAGCAAATTTTATCAAAAAAATTAATAAAGAATATGATGATTACATAAAAGAGTGTGATAACGATGTGTTATATAATTATGTATATATGGGATCAAGTGCTGGAACTCCCGAATTTAGATCATACAAGTTTTCCGATTCAGAAAATCCAAGCAACCAAACTTTTGAACATTTGTTCTACGACAACAAAGATCTTATTATCAAAAGAATAAACAAATTAAAAGATGTGGAGTGGTACAATAAAAGAGGTCTTAAAAGAAAACTAACCTTCTTATTCAAAGGATTGCCTGGAACTGGTAAGACCAATACCGTCAATGCAATTGCCAATTATACTAAAAGACATATTGTAGAAATTCCAATGTGCCGAATTAAAACAAATGCTGATTTCCAAGATATTTTAAATATTAAAGAAATTAATGGAAAAACAATGAATAGAGATGAATATATTCTTTTGTTTGATGAGTTTGATTATAACTTGTCGACATGTTCATCTGAATCAATTCCAGAAACCAATAATAACAACAATAATAACAACAATAATAACAACGATAATAAACCCAACAATAATAATTCTGTCGTTAATAATCTCAATAATAATAAAACTAATTTTGATAAGATAAACATCAATTTTATGCTGAGTCAATTAGATGGTACATTTGATCAAAATGGTGCTATTATAATTGCGACATTAAATAACATTGACGATATGAATCCAGCTTTGTGTCGTGATGGTAGATTAGAATTGGTTGAGTTCAGTTATATGAAAAAAAATAACATTATTGATATGGTTCGTAAATATTATGATGAGGAGCTAACAAAAGAACAAATAAATGATTTGCCTGATGAAAATGATAATATTGTTCCAGCTACTATCAAAAAGATTTTTACCGTTCATCATGATGATCTTGACAAATTTTTGAATGAATTGAGATTGCTCAAAAAAAATTGATATATTTTTAGTTTACTTTATCTTTTAAAAAGTCGAATTATTAACAGAATGAATAATATTCTTTTAAACATTACATCAAATGACAAACAAAATAGGCTACAGATTATCAACAAGTTAGATCCTGTTTATAATTGTGAACTAATCCAAGGATTATTAGAATTGAGTGATAAAAATGTATTGGAAGAATTAAAATTAGACTTGGACTTTTCATCCACAACGATTGACGAATATTTTGGAAGTATTAGTATTGATATTTCCAAAGATGTATATCAGCTGCTCAAATTGTACACTTATTTGCAAGACCACAGATGTGAAATTATAATGAATTCATTATTACCAAAATTTATAAATAATGAATTAGATGAACAAATTAATTATCTATTGTATAATACTTTTAAAGATAAGATATTAGAAATATTGATCCAAAACTCCAAATTTTATAATAGTTATACTAACAAAATCAAGTCAATCGAAAATGTAATTGATAGTTTTCATTTGGATCGCATTAAACAGGAAAAATTATTGTCAAAGTTTGCCATGAATTATGATGGTCAATTATTTTCTCTGGCTTGTGATAAACATATGTGGTATTATCAAAACAATGGACTTGATGCTTGTGGAAATATCAAATATCTTCGAGACACTATTAACAAAAGAATAATATTACAAACACACACTTTTTTAGCAAAACCGCCAAAAAGATATATAACTGCAACATCTTATCCAAACGAAAATATTCACCATAATTTTAGTATACATGAAAGAAATTATATAATTACCATAAAGTTTTCTTCACTATTTTTCGCAAAAAATATTACTAAAGTATTGATTTATCAATATAATGTAATAAAACCAGAATATTTGTCAGAAACCATATGGAAAACTAACTTTTATCGTTGTATAAATAAATTAGATAATAGTCATTATAACAATATAATTGTTTCTGTTTTAGATCCAATTATTTCGAGAAATAAAAAGGACGAATGGGAAATACCATTTAGCAGACCTTATTCCACTTACCTAGATGAATTTATGCCTTGTTCTATTGTTATTCATTATGATTAGAATTTTTATTTATCCAAAAAATTGATTTTTATTTATACTGTTGATTAAATTTAATAATTGGTTAAATAAATAATGAAGGCTTATGTTTATAAATTTGGTGATAAATATGTTGCAAACATTTTTGTAGAAAATATTAGTGAAAAACAAAAGTTAAGCAATGATGATGTTGAACTTGCCATTATACTGGATATTTCAGGATCTATGGGCGATAATGTAAACAAAATAGTTACTCAGTTTATACCTTCACTAATGACTGAATTAAAATTCAAATCTAATGATAAAGTTCAATTAATAACATTTACTGACAGTGTTCAAACACATTATTATTATATAAAAGATGCAATGAATAGTCGTTTGTGCAATCAAGGTTGTACTTATATGTCTCAAACTATTCCAGAATTGTATAATAACATGGTTAGGTCAGGTAAAAACAAGTTAAGATTATTGACAATATCTGACGGAGCTATTGATGATCAGGAAAAAACTATCGAAAATTCAATATCATATGCGGATAAATTAAAAACAAAATTTTCTATTAATTCTCATGCAATACGTTTGTTAACTTCAACATGGGGGCAACCTGATACCAGGGGATTGGCTAGTATTTTGCAATTTAGCAATGTAAAACAAAAATGTGAATTACTGGATGTTGAAAGTTCAGTCGATTACTATAAATTAGGTAAACAAATTTCTCAATATTTTATAAATGATGGATTGGACAATGCTTGTGTACTTGATGATCCTGATAATAACATATTGCTGAATCCTTGGGATGAAAAAACGGAAAGTAAAATTACTCTTTCGTCTGGTAATAATTTGATTTGGCTTAAGGATCTCAGTAAAAATCTTAAGGTTAATGGAACCAATATCGAATTATCTTTATTTAATGAAAATGTGACCATAGATAATTACAAAAATATTATTAAAGATAATCTCGATAAATACTTTGAAAGAATCAAGATATTAAAAGTTATGAACACACAACAAAGTTTGGCGGAAGTCAATAAAATTGTTGAGTATTTTACATCTTTTGAAAAAAAATTAATTCAAAATGATACTAATGTTATTGATATTTTGAAAGACAATAAATTATCATCTCGATTCAACTTTATTAAACAGACTATTGAACGAACTAAAAGAACAATTTCACATCAGATGGAACAATTGGCAAATAATGATAAGGTTGCCAAACTCAATTCAGCACAACTCGCAGATTATTTGAGAAACACTGACGATCAAACACGAACAGGTAAGGCGCTGGCTAGACGTGTATTAGAAACAACTTCTGATTTAGATTTTAATACTACAGTAAGAAATGAAATTATTCAAATGCACAAACATCTAAATGAATTGAAAGATGTAGATTCCACTGGTCATACAAGAAGTTTTTATAATCTTGAAACCACTCTTGATGGCATTAAAACGGTTTGCAAATTAGTTGATGACAATGTTATTGACTCCATCGATATTAACGATATCCTTCAATTGATTAATATTGTTGGTGTTGCATGTTATTCTCAAGTTGGCGACTATCCAGATCCAATGAGTTACAGATGCAAAGATATATATTCTGGCTGTTTTGTTAGTTTGTCAGATGTCTTAACTTATCATTTAGTGAGTAAGGGTATGTGCATGCAAACGTTTGGTACAAAAAAAGATATCATAAATGTTATTCCTTTCTTTGATGATGAAAGAATTCATCGCTTTTTAATAAAATATGCTCCAAAATTATTGGAATATGTTGCTGGAGTTGGCATGAGAAGAATTTTAGGAGAGATAAATAACACATATATGTATACTGTTTGTGCGGGTGTTTGGAAGATGGCCGAGATCCTTAACAAAAAAGAAAACAGAACTACATTGAATATTACAACGTTCAAAAATTTACTGGATACTTTCATGCAAATATCTGGTAATTACTTTGATCATTTGGTTGATATCGTTAATAAGCAATGTAAAACATCTAACAATTATTATCTTAATTATTGTGGAATTACAAATATGATAAATCCTATTGTAAAATTATACAGATTAGGAAAGAATGAACATATGTCTTCCATCATGAGATCACTTTATTCATTCGAAACTTATCAAATGATGAAGAAAGGTTTTAGAGTTGAAAATGGAACAGAACATATTAAAAATACGTTGCATCAATTATTATCGATCGATGTCGAGAAAAATAGCACAAAAGTATCTAAACTATTTGAATCAGAAGAACAAAATCTAGTCTTTTACGATAATTATCAAGCTGACAAAGAAAAATTGGCAGAAATGTCTAAATCTATTTGGTTTGTTGATTATTTGATACAATTATTCAATTTCATAAACTGTTATGTAAATTCCGGTGACAATCTTATTGAAAGTATTAAGAATGTACCAGAACTGACTGATGATTATATTTGTAAATGTTTGGATATTAATTATGATCTTGAAAATTTCAAATTATTTAATATAGTCCAAGCTCACATATATAATGATAAACAAAGTAGATGTGATGATGAGAAGCAAATTGAATTAACTCCTGATTTGAAAGAGTTTTCGTCTGGTCAAACAATGGTTAGAGAATATGTTAAATCACAGTTCAAAGAAAAGTACGAATATGATCTCAAAAAGAAGGAAAGTGAAGAAAATTCATTATTGCTGTGTGAATTGCTTGCCAAATTATGTGAATCTGATGAAGAAGAGTTTTGTGACTTGCTAAAAAATGGTGTCACTCGAATGAATAAAACTTTAATGATCAATAATAGTTCAAGTGAAGCCGCTCAATTACTTTTGGGTAAATTATTGGATATAAAATCTTGCGTCAAAAATAGGAAACAAAAAATATGGATAACAGTTTTTGGTAAAAACGAAAATGGTGACATTATTTGGAACAAGGGTAATACAATATTAATTAAAGCTGATATGTTCAAACATATTCTTGAAAGTTTAGGAGAAAAAGAGTTTTGGCAAAAGTTTAGTTCGTATTATCAAGAAAATAGATCATTCGCTTACAGAGATTCTGATAAGCCAAACAGACACACTCATTGCAATTCTAAACCATCTTATTACTCTATGGGATATACGACTCTGGCTGATTTTATTGGATCAGTATCAGAAAAAACATGGCAAGAATATAAGGCTACACATCACAATTGTTGTGGTATTGATAAACTAGAAAATAAATAATATATCACATGGAAATTTCTTTTTATTGCCGAACATAGTTTTCTTTGGTTTTCGTTTATAAATATTTGCTATTCTTTCATATTCTGGATTTGGATTTTTAATATATGAATATACACTTCCATCTTCTGTTATTGCTGCCATTATAATGTTATGTGTTTGTTTCTCTATTCTGGATAAAAAATGAGGTCTTATTTTTATTATTTTGATAATTGATTCTTCTTCAAAATTATTTATAAAATCATATCTTGTTTTTCTACTTGTTCCTTTTTTCATTGCAAATATTTGATTTAATAATTTTGCAGTTATAAAGTAACAATACTGTAAATTATAAATATTTTTTGTTACACTGTCGGCGCACATTTCGTATGTCTGATATTTTTCTGGTGTAAATTTTATATTATTTGTATCTTCTTTGAATATATTGATATATATTTCTTTAATATTATCTTCTGCATTAATGTATTTATATAGTTCATAAACTTTGTTGTTGATTATAGTATCTTTCATTTCAGAATTCTGAAATTGTTTTGGTATGTATTTTATAGAATAATAAGATTGTTTAAACATATCGTCACAAAGCTTTTGATTTATAATTTTTTGTCAATTATGTGCTCTAATAAATAATAATGTTTGATTACAATGTCTTCTATTTCTTTTTTGTCTAGTTTTGCCTGATGCTTTGTGAAAGCGTATGTTGTCCATTTATTACTCTTATTAAAAAAATCTATCAATACTTTTTTTGTTGGATTTATATGGATTATTGCTTCATTATTTTTTTTTATTAGTTCCGATGGATTTATTATTTTTGAGCCAATCGAGCTATTTTCGCAGAATTGTATTGCTTTGATTAAATTTTCTTCATTTCGGATGTTGTAACAATAATATGAATAAATTGGAGTTAATGAATCATTGTGAGTAATTCTGTAACAATTTTCATAAAAATCTTTGGCTAATATATTTGACATTACATTTCACTGTAACTCCTGTTTTTATATCAATTAATTTTGTTCTATTTATTTTAACGTTTATATATATATGGATTGGTTCCCTTTAGCCAACAAAGTTTATACCATTAATGATGTACACCAGGTGTATAACAAAATAAAAAGTAACGATTTAGTAAATATAGATAATAGACAAGAAAATAATGAGATAAAACACTATAACAGCAATAAATATAATGATAAATTTTATGATAAAAATGTAACTCTTGTAATAAATATATCTTATAACGATTATAAGCATAAATATTTATGGATAACAGATTTTTTCCAAGAAGTTCCCCGTCTAAAATGCAAAAGAAAGGGGTCCAATTTTGAAATAAATAAACTTCGTGGATTTGCAAATAATATAAAAAACAGAACTATGGAAGAACAACGACATCTTTTAATTGACAAAATAAGCTCATGGTGTGGAACTTACCCAATAAATGTTGCATACATTATTTATCAAACTTTTAAACCAAAAAGAATATTGGATATGTCGGCAGGTTGGGGAGATAGGTTATTGGCTGCAACAATGTATGGTCCAGAATTATATGTTGGCGTTGACCCAAATTCATCTTTGTTTGATGGATATAAAAAAATTGTTCAAACGTTTGTCGAACCAGAAAAACAACAAAATTATAAATTATTAGAAAGTCCATTTGAAAATGTTGATTTGGGTAATCAAAATTTTGATTTGATGTTTTCGTCTCCTCCATATTTTGTTGGCGAAGAATATTCTAAAGATAAAGGTCAAACTTATTTGAATTACTCCGAAATAGATGCATGGTTAGATAACTTTTTATTTGTTTCGATAGATAAAATTTGGATGCATTTAACAGATGGTGGTATTTTTGCTTTAGATTTAAATAATCTTAAAATAGAAGGAAATGTGGTTTATTTTATGGATAAAGTCAATGATCATCTAAATAAATTGTACAATTCGGAATATATTGGTGTCATTAGACATAAATTTTTGTCACATTCGCACACAACTCCAATATGGATTTGGAGAAAATTACCATATTAATTTTCAGTCAAAATTTTTATTGCTTTCTTTGTGTTATTCACATATAAAAATCTCTTATTATTTTCTCCTAAATATGAATTTAATATCTTAACTTTTTTATACAACATATTATAAATATTTCTGAACACTCCTGGAGTACCTGATACAAAACTAATCACTTGTATTATTTTGTTCTTTTTGTACCTTACACCTAAATTTTTTAAATATTTTTTCAATTGACGATTATATTCCTTATCAAATTCAGTTGATTCAGATAAACCTACAACCATATTGACATCATATCTATTGTGACAATCATAATTCAATTGTAATCCCGTTATATTTATACTATTGTCTGCTAAAAGATTTAATAATTGAGAGAATTTTTTTTCATGAATTAAAAAACTAAATTGTTTTCTAACGAGAATGCTCATTATATATATAAATTATATTTTTATATTTTTCAATTTTAAATATTTTGATTTATACTTAACATATTTATTGTAATAACCACCATATAATATTTGATGATCCTCTACTCTCGCTTTATCCATATTGTACAACATATATTCTTTGTTGAAATTTGTATCTTTAATAATATTTTCACGAGCGAATATTATTTCTTCCTTACTTGTTATATTATTCAAATATTTTGTTCTATAGGATTCAATTTCCTTTATTATGTCGTTATTTTTTATTCTGAAAAATAGTTTACAAGAAGGGAAATGTTTTAACACATTCTGAGGATCTAACATATCTTCAAAATTGTGAACATAACACATTCCAAAATCAATTAGATATATGGTTAAAGGATCTCTTTTTATTAGTAACTCATATTCTGCACAAAAAATTTGGTTTAGATTAAAAAAATATTTTATATCAACATTCGATTCTAAATATTGTATAATTGTCTGTTTAGTTTCGTTTTCAAATAAGTCAGAAAAACATGTTCTATCAACAACATTCATATATTGTGCAGATATATATTCATCAAAATTTTTCATTTGAAAATCAAAAGATATATTATCAGTATATATTTCTAAAGCATCATCCATGTTGACATTTATATTAACGTTTTTATTAACATTGATATTAACGTATATATATGGTATTTTGAATGAATATTTTTCGTTTTCAAACCATTTTATCAATAAATGCATATATCTTATTAATTCATCTTGTTTCATTCCTATTATTTTCAAATAATTGTTATTATTGGTTTGTTGCAAAATTTTGTGACGACCTGAATTTACTGAATTTGTATTACCCTTAATACTTTCTAAAAAACGAATATCTATATTTTTACTTTTGTATAGATCTTTTAATTTGTTCCAATGAAAACTAATTTTATCAAAATCGTAAACAACTTTAGGTTCTTTTGTGTAAAGAGATAGATTAAACTTTAGAGGTTTACTTTTTTTTTTCATCGGTTTATATAATAAATAGGTGGAATTATTTTCTTTAAAAAATTGAAATATATTATTCTTAATATCCATATTGTATCAAATTTATTTTTTCAATGAAAAAATATATTGTCAGCTTAAACTGTAATAACAATTAAAGCATCGAATTGATATTTACGAATGAGTCCATTAAAATATATACACATCTTTACGAATTAACTGATTTCAATGATATTAAAAAAATTAAAATAGGGAGAAATGAATATCATCATATTGAATTTGATGTTCCATTTGATATTGTTACTATTAATGGTTATTTTAACAATAATATTTTGGATTTGAGGACAATTGTGGTTATGATGTTTTTTAAAGACAATAGAGCTGAAGAAATCTATGTAAATTTTATTGCCAGAGTTGATGATATTGATCAATTAAACGATAATATTGAGCTTCACAAAACATTATTTTTTAGTTTCAGAATGTGTGGATATTGCTTTTGTGGCGAAAATATCGTATGGAATCATCTTGGAAGAATGCTAGAATTTAAACCGCCTGCTGAATGTGATTCTATAATTTATTGTCATACGAAAGAAATATTCGAGATAAAATCAGACCATTATATCAGCTTTCAGGATAATTTCTTTTTGAGATTTAAAGAGAATTAGCGCTGTTAATATAATTTTAGCCGTTCAATGTCGACGCAAATGGCTAAAGTTATATTAAAATTTTTTTCTTATTATACCATAAATATGTTTAGAATAAGTTATGTTAACGCAATATCAATTCAATATGCTCAAATTATACTGAATTTAAGCATGACACCAATTACAAGTAATCATCAACGAGAAAAAATAAAGTGGAATGATTTTGGTTTGTACATTTATTTTAAATATAAGCTAAACATTAATACCGTAATATTTTTAAATACTTTGAGAATGCTTTTGGGTATTCCGCTGAAACAATTAAGAAAAATGGAAATAAGTGAAGAATATTTATATGAGAATCGATACCACATGAAAAATTTTTATTACAGAATAATAACTAATCCAAATAACTACGATATAATTGGTAGTATATATATGTTTCCATGGAATGATGTTGATTAGAAAGTTGAAATTAAAATGTTTAGAATGAACTTTTATTTTAAATTGTATATTTAAAAATGAACAATAATGTGTTATTTACTACTGCAATCAGTTATCCAAATGCTCCTCCTCATATTGGTCATTTGTATGAAGCAATATTATCAGACTTTTTCAAAAGACAATTTTTGTTGATAGGAAAAAATGCCAAACTATTGACTGGTACAGATGAACATGGAAAGAAAATAGAGGACACTGCAACAAAACAAAAACTTGCTCCTAAAGAATTTTGTGATATTATGGTTAAACAATTTGTTGATATGAATGCATATGCCGGAACATCTTATGATCACTTTATAAGAACCACAGATAGTTCCCATGAAGAATTAGTCAAACAATGTATTAATAAATCTGTGGAGAAGAATGATATATATGTGGGGGAATATAAAGGATATTATAGTGTTAGAGAAGAAAGCTATGTCACTAATGAAACAGCAAAGCTCAATAATTTTGTTGATCCAGTCACTAATGTCCCATATGAATCTATATCTGAAGAGTCATATTTCTTTACATTACCAAAATACAAAAATACTATAAATGAATGTATTACCACAATTTATCCACAAAAATATAGCAACGAAATTAATGAGAGACTTTGTAAGTTAAAAGACTTGGAAGATTTGTCAATAAGCAGAACAACATTTGATTGGGGTATAAAATTTCCTCAAAATGATAAACACACTGTTTATGTATGGCAAGATGCTCTATATAATTATGTTACTGGTTGTAAAATGATTTTTGGTAATGAAAATGTTGATCGAATTTATCATATTATTGGAAAGGATATTACATGGTTCCATTCTGTCATATATCCGGCTCTTCTCGAGTCCAGTGACAACAATGACTATTTTCCAACAAAAATATTGGTTCATGGATTTGTCAATGATAGTGCCGGCAGAAAGATGAGCAAATCTTTGGGTAATGTTGTTTCTATAAGCGATTTAAACAAATATCCTCTTGAAGCTGTTCGATTTTACTTACTGACTGAATCGCAATTAGGCGATGATATTAATTTTAGTGTTGATAATTTAGTAAAAAAATTCGATAACATCTTGATTGATGCATTTGGTAACGTTGTTTTACGATTGGCATCTTTATGCAACGGTTTAATGGATGAAATTAACAACACAAAAATAAATAAAACTTTTTCTGCAGATAAAGCTCATGAATATATTAATAATTTTGATTTGACTGGTTATTATAATTATACTTTTAGTTTAATACGTGATCTGAATATGTACATAACCTCGAAAAAACCTTGGAATAAACAAATTGCTATGACCGAAAAATTAGATATATTGAAAAATTGTCTATATGATTTGAACATAATAACAAAATTATTATATCCATATATTCCTGTAAAAATCATGGAAATCAGAAATGTATTCGGTTTTAGTCATATTTTAGATTTAAATAATAATTGTATTGAAAATTTGTGTTTGAATTACAAATCCGGACAAAAATTTTTTAATCTTATTTCTGCAAGACCAGTCAGAACAAAAAATTAACTTTTCTTTATTATTGTTGTGACAAAGAATATTAAAACAAACTTTATTTGACTGATAGAATTCTGTTTATAAAAAAAGTGTTTACGTTTACATTTGCGTTCAATGAATATCCACAACCAATATTTCTCTCAGTACATCTTTTAAAACACTAATATTTTTGATATTTATAAAATCATCACAATCAATATCAGATGAACCATCAGAATTACTATAACTAGTGAAAATATTTGATTTGTTATCATAACACATTTTTTCAGGATGACCTCCTTGTATGAAACTAAAATCAAACGTTTTTTTCTCATAATTCCAAATCAAAAATCCCGAAGATTCACATACATCATCAAATAATGCTAAATAGTATCCATCATTACATTTATACAATACATACTTTTTTTCTATTTCTTCCATTAGTTCCATACTGTTTAGTGCATCAATATTATGTTTTGTTACATTTATTATTTCGGAACAATATTCATCCTCATCGCAACCATCGTCAAATAAAATTTCTTTATCAATTCCAATATACTTTTTGAGTGTATTGCTTAAATCTTCATCACTTTCTATTTTTCTTTCTGCAATATCACATATATCAAAATATACTTCTTTGGAATCATGTTCAGTAGTATTTATTTTTCCAATTATTAATTCTGATTCTTCATTTTTTCTGAATAAATAACTAGTACTATTGTTTTTATTATCAAATATATTTATCCTACCTCTAGCCACGCCAAAGTCTTTCTCAATCTGTTGGCAAATATCAGAAAGGGCGAGATTTGGTCTCACAAATCTGGAAATATATTCTTTGTCATTATAAGTACATTTATATCCGTAATCCATTTGTTTGATATGGTAAATGAATGAGGAGTAAATCAAAAAAATTTCAATTTTTACTTAAAACTATGTTATATTATAATATAACATATGACTGATATTCCTAAAGATTTGGAAACTAGACTAATACTTTTTTTGTGACAGAATCTTGAATGTTTTAGTTCCTGAGAATAAAAGAAAATGGACATATTTAATACATTTTCGCAATAATAATATTTCCATTGGTTCCTATCAAGTAGACAGTAGTTCGGTTTGTTTTAATCCATGTTTTTATTCGGAAAATAAAGTTGATCCAAGATTATTTCCCATAATAAATGAATATGGGGATATCGTTCGAGATATCTTTCAGTATGTCAAACAACAGTTTAAACTCAGTATCAGAATAATGACTGTCGTTGTTAATTTAAAAGAAGAAAAAATGAATATATGTCGCGGTATTGGTGTGAGAATTGAATGGTTACGATTACTTAATCCAATCAAATATAAAAGAACTATTCTGCGGTAAAATTTGAAATTACATTGGAATAAATTTTGGTCAATATTCTTATTCATAATATAATGATAATAAGAATATTGAATAGGAGACACATAAATTACGGCAAAAATACACAATATAATAGTTTCGCTGATTCATTTGTTGTGGCGCGTATCCTGTCTGGTTATAATCTTAATAATAAACTTGAAAATAATTTATTGCGTAATATAGATAGATTGTCTTATTCTGATCGTTTTTGTGATGATATATTTTATCTTCAAAAAGACAAAATAATATATACTTATGGTGTTTCATCATATAATAATGATGATCAAAATGTCAATGAATGGAGTACATTAGATATCCATTGGCATTCACCATATTTTTTAAATAAATATACAGGTTACGTTTTAATTTCAATGTGTCCTGGTTTTATTAATTTTAAATTAATAGATCACTATGATATTGCAGCTATTCAAAAATTTTTTGGCTTGTCTTCTGTGATGTTCCAGATAAAAAATTATAATGATAATATTACGACATACGAAATAGAAGATCTTTATGACATTTTTGGACTCTGGCAAATTAAACTGGAATTTCCTGTTATAAAAAAATGGTATACTGATTGCACAGTCGAATGTCACGATAATTTCGATTAAATTATGCTAAAAAATTTTTTGTCATTTCTTGAATTACGCCGGAACGTTTTTCGTAGCACTCCTCAAAGAACTTCTTCATATTTTCTTTATCAGTAAAGTAATAAATAATGTCGTAAATGTCTGAAGCCAGTCTTGTTTTTCTCTTCATCATTCATGTCTTCGAAATTATTAAAGTCTTTCATATATGGGTCACAACCTTCACATGAACCAAAGTTTCTGAAAAAATAATAAAATCCTTTATCATTTTGTCCTATCCATATTTGTTCACCTTCGAACTGACCTTCTGAATCTTCATAAACTGTATGTGAATTTGTTAAAATTTCCAACAAGTCTTTTTCTTCTCCAAATTTTTCCAATAATAGCAATTTCGTAGTATCTAACTTAAAATGATTTTCTATTTTATATGAATCTTGCATTTTTGTTATATGTATTACAGTATTATGTCGGTTATTCTAAATATTTTTTTTTCATTTTTTTTGAGTAAAAACAATTGAAAAATAAATTATCTGTAAATTACTTGTATATGATATTATAAACTCGACATGTCAAGCACAACTGTTACTTTCGATGATATCCAAAATGATAACAATTTGAAATCAAACTTTCTTCAAATTGTGTTAGTGAAAGATAACATTCGTAAAATAATATATTATCCTAACATTTTAATGGTGATATTGAGTAAACACCAATATATTAACACCATAAATTCTAACCATTTCGAAAAACAAAACACATATGAAATTAAATTGTCTCTATATGAAGAAATTAATGATTCTATTAATTTTCTCAAAGATTTTTATAATTATTATTTTGTGCAATCTGAACCAATTTATATCGACTTTTCCAAAGAATACAAAAAAATCCTTTTTTCGACGAGATATGATGTTGATCATTCTAAATTGTATAACTTGCGTCTAAATCCTAATAAAACCAAAACAGATTTAATTTTATGTAAATCTAAAAAAGCGAATATTATTGTTCAGTCAAAATTCAATTATGAAGATAATTTACACGATATACTGTTCCCGATATTCATAAATTTATTGAAAAAAGTTCCTAATGTATTGTACACAACCTTGCAATTTTTATTTAACCAAATAGGATTAGATACACTTGATGGTAAGTATATAGAAGAGTTAAAATTATTGACAAACTCAAAGAAAGTTAAATTATCAGATAAATCATCGTATAAAATTTTCATTTTGGCTACCTGTGATAGTTTCCGGTTTAATGGCAATACTGAAGTCAAATTTAGATTTAATAAACTCAATGACAAAGAATACTTTTTACAAACTCTCGACAACGACAACTGGAAAAATTATTTTGATGAACCTATTGACATTACTAAACACAAAAACATTCTGTTTGATGATATTCCTTATATTTATTAGTTTTTTTTCTTTATCATTTATAATAGAAATGGATTACTATTATAAATACACAAAATACAAAAACAAATACAATGCTCTTAAGCAATCTGCTGGAAATAATAATGAATTATATAATAAATTACAAGCTTACTTATCTAAAAGTTCATTTTATAAAATTTTAACAAATTATTTTATTGATAATGGAAATATGACTGAATATGTAAAGAAAGATTTTGTATCAAAAACACGAGTATATATCGATTATTTTGAAAACTTTGTTATTGAAAATTTTTCCAGTCATAATTTAACAAAAGTTTTGGATAAAGGTGTCTATGCCATTATAGAAGCAATTTATACAAAACCTGAAAATACAATATCGATAGACAAAATACCTATCACAGAAAATACAATTTTACCACTGGATATGAATACATATAAAATTATTAAAAAAGGTGGAGGTAAGTTTGAAAAGGAGGATAAAAAAGGTTTTGCTCCATATGATCAAAGTGCCAAACCGCAAAAAGATAATAAGCCTATGGATAAATCCATAACAATGCTTCCAAAACGAATTCCGAAAAAAAAAGTTGTGGAGGAGCGCATAAAATTATATTTGATAAATAGTTCATATTATTATATACCAGATAATGTTACTCGTAACCCAAATATACAAATTTTATTGAAAAACACAGATTCTAATGTCGATTATGTTCATTTCAATGGCAAATTTGACAAATCTCCTATTAACAAAAATTATGTTGACATGAGCAAAGTGTCTAATGATAATTATCATCTTGACAGATTTTTATACAAAAAAAATGCCGAATATTGTATAGAACCTTTAATTAAAGAGGCTTATTCTGTTGTGAGCAACGTATTTTCTAATAATGAGGAGTTAGAATCGGGAGATTTTAATGAATTCTTTAATGGTAAGCAAATTATTTTAATTGACGGAATGAATTTTTATAACAGAATTTTTGAATCAGGAGAAAGTTTCGAATTTGAGGATCAGGGCAAATTTATAAATATAAATTCCAACACATATGGCACTTACCAAAAAACGCATATGATTAGAGTAATTCTACGATTTTTGGATGAACGTCATGCTTTCGACAAATATAAATTTATCATCACCACGCAATTACTCGATGACCGTTTGTATGGCAACAGATATGTTAGCAACCGTTCGGAATATATGATCATATACATACCTTGTGAACTTACAATGAATTTATTTGTAAACGAAACAATAATTGATACTCGCAAGGTTCTTTGCAAAGATCTTAAATTTGTTGATGGAATAAATAACATTAATGTCAAAAGTGAGTTGGATGATTATGTAATCATTGTTTTGTACAAAATGTTGGATTCAATTTATTTGAATAATAAGCCTTACATTCTCTCTGATGATAATTACTTTTGGTTTGACCAACCCATAACGCAAAAATTTAACTTTAATCGGTTTGTCTACACTTTAAAAAATTGAAATTTAGTTTAATTGTTATATTTATTTATTTTTCTTTCTATAAAATGCACACTGACATTTTACAAATAGTCTTATCTTATTTGGAGTTGCCTGATCAGCTCAAAATATGTAAACTGAACAGGAATACTTATAATTCTCTCAAAATTTATGAGCTTATTGATTATGATTATATTGACAAATTAACTCAAGACATTATTGAGCAAAAAAAATTCAGTGAATTACAGATTCTTAATGCACATGATAACAAAAAAATTTATGATGTCAATCATTTATCGAATTCCTTAAAAAAATTAAATTGTGGTAATAATTGTGGCATTAATCAAAGTGGAATAAGAGAATTACGTGTTATTGAAGATCTATCTGCGTTCTGCAATAATAAAATAAAAAATGTTAATCATTTAATTAATTTAACCAATTTGGATTGTTCTGGTTCGTGTGGCATTGATCAAAAAGGCATTGAAAATTTAACAAAAATAAAATCTCTTAATGCGTCCAATAACCCAAAAATAAATAATGTAAATCATTTGGCTAACACAATAGAAGAATTGGATTGTAAATTTTTATGTGGTATTGATGATTATGGTATTAAAGATTTAAAGAATGTAATAATTTGTTCATATGGTAACTTTAAAATTAAAAAAAGTTGAAATATATACATATTGCCAGATCTTTATTTATCTCTATTTATTCAAATGAATTATAAAAAATTATCGTGTGTTTCTTTTCCAACAAAGAGAAATATTAAAATAAATATGATGCCATATGTTATTGGTAAAAAAGATACTATACCACCTGAATATTCTCATTACAACGAAATCATTGAAGAATGTGAATATTATGTTACAAATAGAAAAAATCAAATAGGTTACCTGTCCATATGGGAATCGAATGTTGACAAAAATTCTTCTCATAGAAGAGGTGGATTACATACTGAAAAACATCCTGATGGCCAATGGGGAGGTTCGTGGGGCAATAAAATGACAAACGGAGGCATATTTATGGCTTCAAATGTTGACAATTCTTGTAGAATTTGGAATACTAGCATCCAAACACCAGGCAAAATGGGGGATTGCGAACATCTAAGAGACGAAATAGAAAAAAAGTTTAAAGGAGAAAATATGGAAAAAGACAGAATATATTGGTTGTCTGATGATTGTCCACATGAATCTTTACCTCTAACTGAAACCACATATAGACAATGGTTTAGGTTAGTTTTAGGAGATATATCAATATGGTACAAAAATCATTCCACTCCAAATTATTTAGGAGTTAATCCTAAAGCAGAAATTATTTACGGATCAAAGTTTGATTAATTTTTTTATTCAGTTTCTATAATACAATCAGTGTTATAAATTCTTTTTTTTGGTAAATCATATTTAAAATTGACAATATATTCGTCGTATCCGTATTCTATGCCTGGTGGCAATAGAAAAATATTCCATCCATGTATATAACGAAAATTATTTTTTTCATCATTTATTTCATATTGTTGTTCGTAAGTTTGACAGTCACCACCAATTTTTTTTCGAAAATTGATTAACTCTTTTTCTTCTATATTAAAATTATTAATACGTTTCACTGCTTCATAAGGATGTCCTTCTTGATATTCATACATTTGAAACACAAATGTATCATTAATGCAACTCAAAAAAAGTGAATCGTTAGTGTCTATTTTAGTGATTTTTATTGAGCAATCAGATAAATTTAGTTCTTCTTGTAAAATTGTTATTTCACAATTTTCTTGGTAATCAATATTATATCCTTCCCAATAATTTATCTTATCTATAAAATCTGTTAATTTATGTTCAGGTATCTCATCACCTATTTTTTCCAATATATCTGTCTTAAATTGTATTTTATTTAGACATAAATGAACCGAAGAAATCGTATCGTGACTGTATATCGCACAGAAGATGATTTTCATAAGTATTAGTATTTTTAATTTATTAATACTCATAATTTATTTAATATTCAATTTTTTGAGAAATACAGTTTATAAAAATCAGAAGTTTCATTGTAATTGATTTATATTTTTAACACATAAAATATTTTTGTCGAGATAAAAATGTGATGCAATATATTTATTTATGTTTCTGAGAAGATTTCCACGATTCCATTTCTCTTAGTATAGAATCTGTTACTTTTATACCTTTTTCTATTTTGTTACTAATTTCCACTGTTCTGGATCTACATATTTGTAACAGGTATTGTAACAGCGGTTGTATTACATACTGGCTGACTTTAATACCTTTTTTATCAACTGTCCATCCTAGTCTTTCATCGTGCTGATCACAATTTCTTTTATTAAATCGGTGTTGTTTTTTGATAAATCAGAATAATCGTTAAGTTGAGATAATCGAGGAGCTCCACTGCAATTCTTGGCCAAATATTCCATTACAGTCATAGATTTTCCAACAATAGAACTCGCACTATCCAACATACTCTTTTTTAATTTATCGTTTTCGATAACAGTTTTCTCCAGTTTGTTTATGTGATTGTCCTTGATTTGATGCAATTCCGTATGTAGCTCTTGTACTTTCTGTTCTAATGCTGTGATTATGTCATTCTTTTCTTTCTCCATTTTTTTCTTATCATGTTGAAGAATTGCAATTGATTTTTTCTGTGTTTCTATTATTGTTTTTAAGTTATTCTCAATCATATTTTTCTCATTTTCAGAGTTTCTCAATTTCTCTTTAAGAACTTCAATTTGAATAGAACCTGATTCTGTCACATTTTCCCGTATTTCTGAATAAGATCGATGTTTTCTCGATTTTTTGTGAATATACCAGGATGCTGATGAGTCAGTGTGATAGTCACATAATTCGCAGTTATATTTCATTATAATATATAAACATTTATTTTTTACATATTTTTACTATATTTAAAGTAATAAGGAGAAAAAACATATAAATTTTCTTATATATTATATAAGTTTTTCTTATATCTAATTATAAAAAACATGTTAGAGTCACAATTCATTTTTTGAAAAAAGTGAAAAAGTATATGAACGTCCTAAAAGGGCCATTTTTCATTGAAAATTACTGTTTTTCTGATAAAAATCATATAATTTATCTACCTCATCGCCTTTTATGTCGGTAAGTAATAAGGTAACAATCTTTTTCGCCCATTATTTATAAACACTCTACCTTATCACCTTGTATTTGCAAATTGTAATCAGCTAAATAATTTTTTTATATAACCCATAAAATCCATAATTATAATAAAAAGTAATAAGGTAGATGTTTTGAATCATTTAATATTTCATGAAAACTATCTTTTAAAAAATCCAATAGAATTTTTTTTTCCGCACACAAAATCCTGTGTGTGGCAATAATAATAATATGATTTATTTTAAAATTGTGTTATTTGTTGATATATCAATATTGTTCCTTATTACTTTTCCGTTTTTACGAAAAAATCTTATGTTATTAGTTAAATTTTAGGTTATTTTAAAACTTTAATTGTTCCTATCTTAAATCATTAAAACAAACCAATTGTATTGCATTTTAGATTGTCATTAAGATGATATTAATTTTGTCCATACTCCCTGCTATACACAGGATCATCCATTAATTTTATGTTATTACGACATCGTAAATACCTTATAGTTAACATAAAAGAATGCAAATATTATGGTGATTATCTCGAATCAATTTAATTTATAATAATATTTTATCATTCTAATAAAATCATTCTAGCTGTTTCACTTTTTATTTTTCGATCTTTTGCTTATTCCCTTTTAAATAAAATCATTATAGCTATTATACTTTTATTTTTTCTATTATGTAACTAATTACTTTTTATAACCTCAATAGTTCCATTTTATAAAACACTCTGACTGTTACACTTTTATTTTTTCATATAATGACTAATTACTTTTTAAAATATTAAAATTTCCAATAAAAATATTAAAAATTTTGTTTTTGTTAAAATATTCCACTTTTATTGAATCACTCTAGTTGTTATACTTTTTATTTTTCCATTAAACTGAATCACTCTTACTGTTGCACTTTTTATTTTCCATTAAATTGAATCACTCTAGCTGTTACACTTTTATTTTACCATTAAATCGAATCACTCTAGCTGTTACACTTTTATTATGCTATTAAATCGATTCACTCTTCCTGTTACACTTTTATTTTTCCACTTTTATTGAATCACTCTAGCTGTTATACTTTTTATTTTTCCATTAAACTGAATCACTCTAGCTATTGCGCTTTTATTTTTCCGTTATACTGAAACACTCTAGCTGTTACACTTTTTATATTTCCGTTATATTGAATCATTCTAACTGTAGTACTTTTAAATTTTTCAATCGAATCGGAACACTCTTCCTGTTACACTTTTATTGTTTTCGTTAAAATGAATCACTCTAGTTGTTACATTTTTATTTTTCCATTATGTTGAATCACTCTGGCTGTTACACTTTTATTGTTTTCGTTAAAATGAATCACTCTAGTTGTTACATTTTTATTTTTCCATTATATTGAATCACTCTAGCTGTTACACTTTTATTTTTCCATCAATGTAGTAGGAAAGTAATAAGCTGACTAAATCAAAAAATGAAAAAAACATTATTTGCTATTTACATAAAAATTAATTCAATAAATGTACATTGATATTCTGCAAATTGTTTTATTATTTTTAGATATAAAGAATCAAATAAGACTTTGTCAATTAAACAGAGATACAGATGATAATCTCAAAATACTCTATATTAACCTATTACCAATTGATTTAGCTAAAAAAGTGATTCGGAAAATAATAGAACAAAAAAAGTTTAATCGTTTACAAAAGTTGAATACTCGTAATATGTGTAGACTTTTTTCAGTCAATCATTTGAAAGATACTCTCATAGAATTGTATTGTGGAATTGGTTCTGGAATAAATCAACGTGGAATTAGAGATTTAAGGATTCTGCGAGTACTAAATGCTGAATATAATGCAAAAATATTTGATGTTAATCATTTATCAGAATGTTTGGTTGAATTAGATTGTAGTGGGACTTGTGGAATTAGTCAAAAAGGCATAGAGAGTTTAACCAAAGTAGAGAAGTTAGTTGCAAATAACAATGTTAAAATAAATAATGTCAATCATTTAGCCAGCTCATTGATTTGGCTTGAGTGTAAAAACTACTGTAAGATAGACCAAGATGGTATCGATAAATTAAAAAAACTACAAACTTTAGATGCTGAAAACAACAGGAAAATATTTAGCGTGAATCACTTAGCTCATTGTTTAATAAAATTAAATTGCTTTAATCATTCTGGTATAAATCAAGAGGGACTCGAAAAGCTGACAAATTTGCAAATATTAAATGTATCAGAAAATGGAAAAATATCTGATGTAAATCATTTGTCGGAAACTCTAATTGAATTAAATTGTTCTGGTCATAATTGCGGCATAAATTTGGAAGGAATTAAAAATTTAACTAAATTACAGACGATATGTTACTGTTATAATGGCAAATTAAATGATATTAATCATTATGTGTGAACGTGTTTATGATATAATGTGCCTTTTCTTTGATGATGAACAAATGCTAAACAGATTATTCAATCATATCATAAAACAACGAAAATATCTTTGTGGAAAAGTTTTATTTGAAGAATTAGTGGAGTGTGATAATATTGGATTCGAAGAAATATTAGAAGGTCATAAAAGAGGAAAAAGAATACAACTTGCAATAAATAAAACCAATTATTATGTAAATATATTGTATATGATTTTAGAAAGAGAAGAACCAAGTTTTTTATTTCAGAATAAGAAGAAAAACATTTTTTTGTACAGATGTTGTCATTGTTTGTTAGTTTATAAAAAAATATTAGTAAGTATAATTAGTCAGAATATTATTTCTTAGTTTTTCCTTTTTGAACATTATTGTGCGTATATTAATGATATCTCCAAATGTTATCAGATTATTGGTATTAATTTTCAGTCCAATCAAAGTTATAATGTTGTCATTTATGTTAAGATTTAGAGTTTGATGTAAACACTTGTAGAATTTTATGATTTCTTTCTGAACTCCTGCTAATATGCTCACGTCTATTGTGGGTTGTTGCTGTATTGTTTTTGCAATATCATCATGTATTTTTACAAATCTGTTCTCATTGAACTTTACATAAAAATCTTCCCCATATTGAAATAAAATTATTACATTCAATCTATCGTCCCACACTGTTAAAACGATTCCAGACACTGGATTAATAACAAAGTCGCTCACAACTATTTCTATCTTGATCATTATTGGTTGAGAATACAACAATATTTTGTTATAAAGAATCTCTGCATATTCATGACATTTGGTTTTAGTGTTGCGCGAAAGCTTCAATTCGTCTATTCTTTTCGCTAATTTTTCTCTAATTACATACTCAAAATTTTTAACATCATTTTTAATCGATAAAAAATCCATTAAAGATTCAATGTCAGCGCTGTATTTTGCTGTTCCATTTAAATAATCTATCATATTATGAACAGTTAATTTCCTATAATCCAGGAAAAACTCTGTTTCAAATTTCATAGGAGTTTCACAAAATGTCTTTAAGACTGCAGATTTAGAAACAAGTAAAGAGTCCTTTTTGACAACAATTTTGGATCCTCTTGCGTTCAGAATAATATTATCCATTTCGGATTTTATTATATATACATCAAAATTAAAAAGAATATCAAAATAATTAAATTTCATCTTTTTTTAGAAATATATAAAAATATTACTATTTAGATATTTAGCCTGTTCCTTTAATTTTCCTTTTATTTTACCAAATGACTTATGCAATGGCATTCTACCATATGGAGATCCACTTCTTCTTGTCTGTAGTCTACTATAACATGGTTTTTTACCATAAATATTTTCTTGATCATTTTTTATAAATTTTCTCAATTCTTGTGGAGTATTTTTCTTCTCGTGGTTCGCGAAAAAGTTCGAAAAATGCCGAGGCGATTCGGCACATCTTATAGTACTACCACTACTGATATTATGTTTCACACCATCACGTCTCATGCAAGTATACACTTATATTGCTCAAACGTTTAAATCTTTATGTTTTCAAACTTTTTTTTACCACTAATTTAAATAAAAATTATACTATTTTGGGCAAATAATATTTACGAAGAAAGAAACTATTTTTTTGATCAAATTTTGTTTTTTTGGTTCCACATTTAGATGAGACATTGTGTATGAATAAAATTCTAATGGATTAGATTTGTAATTGTCGTATCTTGATATTATTTTTTTCGCGTCTTTAGGAGTAATTTTGTATCGTCTACCTTCATCAGAAATATAGTTGAAACCTTTATAAAATGCCACCACAAGACACAATTCATCTTTGTTTATTTCTAAGTATAAGGATTTATATTCATTATCGAACATATAACGCAAACAATCAATAATATATTGATCCGGATCGGGTCTATAATCAATTTTTCTTTCATACAAAAGACACTTATAAGTCTTTTTTAGATTGTCAGTGGTTATAGTTAATTTATCTGGTGATAATACCAACTCATTTAATAATCCAGAATAATTTTCACAAAATTCCTAGGAAACTCGTATACAGACAAAAGATTGTGCCGAATATTATAGAGATATATATGTTTACCTCAAAACTGGGTTGATAAAAGTCAAAAATCTTTGTAGTGGATACAATATAATTGACAGCAATAAACACCAAAATATGAATAATTTCCAAAATTCCCACAATCGGTAAGCAAAGTATCATTATAATAGTCAAAATTCTCATTATATCTGATGGTTTTAGTTGTGCTTTTTTGTCAATATCATTATGTAAAATTTCTGCTGCATAACAGAAAGGCATTTTGTGATACAATTGAACTGACATTTGTAAATACAGTTTTCTATAATCGAGGTAATAACTTGATTTTCTTTCAATTTTTTAAAAAATTGAAATAGTCAGTATATTGGTAATTCTTTATTAAAGAAAAATAATGACAAATGCCAACCAAAAAACGAATTTATGTTAATAAAAATAAAAATAAAGAAACCATATATATTACATTGGATTCGAAAGTTTCTAAGGAAACAGTAGTTAATGATGATGATAGATTTCATATAACAAAAGTGGAATCTGAAGTTAAAAAATCGGGTAAAATGTATGTGACTGTAGAAATGGAAAGACGTGATAAACTTATTGAGAGTTCATTGGATTGGATAAATAAAATTACCAGGAAAAAAATTCAATCAACACAAAAACAAATTATACATCCGGCCGTTTACGCTATGAATGTTAATGATTTCAGTAAGGAATTATCAGAATCTGGCGCTTTATCCAAATACATTGTAAATAATAAATTGTTAAAAACTGATGATAAAAATACGATTCTTTATTGTGTAGGAGACGGTTCTATAGGTTTAACAGGATATATAATGTCCATTGCTACCTCATGGAAAATAATAAGTTTTGATCCGTTGGCAAATGATACTATTGTCAACGAAAATTTCAGTATTTGTAAAAAATACGATTACGATGTGGATCTAATCAATGTTTTCGATAATAAAACAAAAATAGTTGTAATGGCATTACATTCGCATGGAAATATCCAAATGTTCTACGAAAGATTGAAAAACTTTTATGCTGGCCTAACATATGTCATTATGAGTGTTCCATGTTGTGGTGGATTTAAAAGTAAATTAAAATTTGAGGAAACACAGGCATACGTTGACTATTCTAGTTTAAGCGAAAAAAATAAATATTATGTGTATGAAGGTTCATTTTAAAAATCTATTTCGTACACTACCAAAAATATTGCCAGTCAACTCGTTTAATTTATCATCAAAATAATTTCTTTCCAAAGTTTTATAAATAAATTTACTTTTTCTAGCAAAAAGCTCTAAATAATATTTTCCCAATAATGTTTATTGGTTTTTTTTGCAATTTTAGATAATCAAGTATAAATTCATAGAATTTAATTGGACAACTCTAATACTTGTCATTGCTCATTATTATTTTCCTTATATCATTTTCAGTCACTGCATATTTTTCTTCAGTATCACGAATATGTAGGATCCTTGATAAATTGCCACAACTAATTTATATTCTTCGTCAGATTCTGAATTGTTTTCAGTCTGTTTGCTACTGATTGTGTGGTCTAAAATATCCACAAAAAATAAATCGTTGATATTGATTTCATTTGAATATTGAGTCATTTTTTTGATACGATCTTTTGCATATTAAACGCAATAACAGTCACAAAAAACAAAATTACACCAATCTTAATATCTTCTTTGAACCTGTCAATTATCAAATCATTTGGATGTAAAATCGCATTAGCAAACACAGTTATACCCATAAAACAAAGAAAACATACAAAAGCTATTGGTAAAACAATAGGAAACCACAAAAAAGAAATTAGAATGTTGTTGGTTATGTACTTATAGTCTTCTAACTCATTTGTCACCTTATTATAAATTTTCATTGCTGTATAACAAAATGGTATTTTTACTGGATTTATATTATGGCTGTAAGTATACATAATTATATTTAGTAACTTTTTTTTATCAAATAACTCAACTATTTTGAATAATCAATTTTTCGCGATTTGAATAATCAATTTTTCGCGATTTGGGGTAATTTAATATTTTTTCTTGATCGAACAAGTAAATAAATAGGATCACAACCAGTTCCAGTACAGAAGAAAGCTGAATTATCAGAATTTCCTTGTGTATCAATCAAATAATCAACAGAATTTCTTCTTTTAAAAACAATATCAAAATTTGTCACACCGTCTAAACAGTAACCTCCAAAAGAACAGTTGTCTATTAAATTTTTGTGTATATATGGCATTATGGAAGATTCACCTGTATAGTCATCGTCACACCAATATTGTCCGTGCACAAGATAATATAATTTATCTTTTTTCAGATATTTTTTTACTGCTTCAACTGTTAACAATAATAATTCTCCGTAATTATGATATTTTATGTGTTCAATCATGTATGGTCGCTTACATTTTTTTAATTTAGATCGTGCCTTTATAATATTATTTAATAATTGCAAAAGTTCCTTATCTTTCGCACGATTTATGAACAGTGTTAATTCAATAACATTTTCTTTATGCCAAAAATACAACAAACAAACATTATCTTTATTATTCGGCATTATGATGTCAAGGCAAGGATGAGTGTAAACATTTATTTCAATTTTCATTCCATTAATTTCTGGTATTAACTTATTGTCAATCTCTATGTAAATTGTTTTGTCAGATAATTCGCACATCATATTTTTCTTTTTAATTAACTTTGAATGATTAAATATTATTTCACTATTGGACAGATCAAATATTTGTTTATATATTTTCCATTTATAAACTCCATTTTTGTCAGGTAAGGAAATATATTTTTGTCCATCATTACCAATTTTAATCTGATTCTTATAATTTCCAGCATGTTCTGATGGTGAATTTCTCATAATATATTGACAATGGAAAAAATTGAAATAATAATTATATTGACAACTCTAAATATTTTAGAATTATTTGGTATGAACCAACTACCTTCATTTCTGTCCAATCTTTCTTCAAAAGGCTATGAACACAAAGACGAAATGTGTCCTGTGTTAAATAATGGCAGATTCATTCCCGGCGATTTATTATTTGATTTGATCCAGAAAGACGAGAATATTCAAAAATATTGTGTCTGTGTTCATTTGTTGAGTGAAGAAAACGACGAGCTTTTAAAAAAAATATATTTGCCAGAATTCATATTATATATTGTGGACCCTATTTACTATGGCATTTATAAATCGGGCAAGTTCTCTGACGAGCATTTTAGTTATGTTCTGACAAACTATGAAAACGCAGAAGATTTCATTGACGTTATGTTCGATGTTTTGAATTTTAAATGTTCTAAAGATTCTGTTAAAAAGCTCAGTTTCAAAAATGACAATGATTTTTGCAAATATGTTTCATCCACCAGATTTGATGGTTTTAAATACTCTATTGATTTTCGCGGATTAATGAACAATTTAGAAAAGGTTGATAGTTTATTGCCAGAAAACATTATATCTAATATTTTTGATGAATATGGACACAAAATTAAAAATCATTTAATCCCAGATATTTCATACGAAAATATAGTATTAGCACATCATTATCTAAAAATTGATCCATCGACAATCGACAAATTTTTATTTCTGTTTGATTCTAAAAAGAGTATGTCAGGATCAAATTTTGAAAAAAGTGATGTAACGTGGACCATAAAAAATGGTATTCCTATGTATGGAGAGCATTATGTGGAACTGAAAAGATACACAGATTCCAACAAAATTGCAATATATATTAATGAAGATCAATGTATCAAAAAATTAAAACTGTATGAGTTTTTCCGTGAATATTTAACTGAAAAAGATGCTGATCTAGTCACAACAAACCTAATAGATTTCTTAAGCATAATACCTACTAAAGAATTTTTTGATTCATACAATAAAATTTGTAAAAAAATCAATGAAATATTTCCAAAATTAAAGCAAGAAAAAAAAATATTTGTAGAGTATGAAACCAGAAAAATTTTTAAAATAAAATAAATTAAGGATGACGTATAAAGAAATTTACTATATTTATTTTGTCTTTCATAATCTTTTCCAAATTTTGTTAACAAAAGAATTTATTAAATAAATAATTTTTTTAAAAAAAAACCACTAAAGTATCATAATATTTGTCACTAAATGATGGTTTATTTTCTTTGATCAAATCAGTAAAAGTTGTCATAATATCATCATATTCTTGGTTGAATTGCATAATTTTATATGATGATATTTTGTCTTTTAATTTGGCCCGCATTATATCACAATATACCTTTTGATTATTGATCTTTTTTGTTTTTTCATAGATTTTCAATATAGCATTTACCACAGTGTTTCTACGGGTATCATATTTTTTTTTACTGCCAAAACAATATAATTCTTTAGAGTAAATATATTCCAGATCACAAATATCTTCTTGTTTATGTAGTTGAATGTATAATTTGAATATAGCAGACTCATTTTTTTCACAATAAAATTTTTTCTTAATGGCCATAAAAAGATATTTTTTTGCCTTATCATACTGTTTTACATTATTATACATTTTGGCTATGTTATAAAGCGAAATATTATTTCCTTTATTTATAGCGGTTAAAAAATATTTCTCTGCATGATTATAATTTTTAATTTTTGAATAACATTCCGCTAAATTATTGTATCGGTTTGATTTCACATTTTCTCTCTTTATCAATTCTTGATAAATTGATATGGCTCTATTATAATTGGATTTGCGATAATAACTTCTGGCTAATTTAAAAAGTGATTCGTCGTCAATATCAATAATTTTCTCAAAATATTCGATTGCTTTTTTAAATCGATTTTCTCCATAATAATATTTGGCTAAATATTTAATAGCTTTTTGATCATCTGATGACGAAAAATATTTAATAGCATCTTTTTTATTATTTAATTTTTCATAACAATAACCAATATTATAGTTAAGCTCAGATAGTTTATCAGCGTTTACAATTGATTCATGGTCACAATGCATTAATTTCAAATAAGTCTTTAAGGCAAATTTATATTCTTTATTTTTAGTATAACGGTTGGCTAATTCATAATTTGTATTAAAATTTTTCATCTTTCTATGGTTTTTGGTCAATTCAACAAAATCTTTATATTTTTCCAAATTAACAATTTCTTTATTAAAATTATCGATTTTTTTATCGTCACATATTTCGTCTTGCTCGTTAGCTGTTTGATAAAAAGTCAAGCAATCCATAAACTTTATTATATCATTGTAACATTTTGCTATTTTTTTAGAAAACCAAAAATTGACTTTATTTAATGCAATTAAATAGTATTCAAAGATAATATCATTTTCGGTGATATGATAATTGTTCATTTTTAGTATAAAGATAAAATAGTTGATAAAATAATATATTTTTCAATTTTTATGATAAAAAGTTGAAAAATATAATATATAAAAATAGATTAAATTATATTAGTGTTCAAATGGATAAAATCAACTTAAGATTATTTTTAGACAATATGTCCTATGATACCATATACCATATGACAACATTTATTTCAGCTCCTTATGACATATACAAAATTTTATACTATAATAAACATCAACTATACCTTTCTAATAACACAAGAGCAGTTAACAAAACAACTGACAGTTTACAATTATTATTGTGGAGTTTATTTTATGAAAAAATGATATATCAATTCAAAAAACGTATAGATGATTTCGAATTGTTTAAGGATATGTTATCGGATGATGCTGTTATTACGGGCAGTAAAATTTTAGAATGTTTTTATGATGACGAATATGAGAATACAGAGTTTTCTATAGAATTTTTTTTCAAAGAATATCCTTTTTTGATGGATATTAAATGCGAATATAAATTTGAACCTTACGCAATAAAAAATAAAATTAAAAAAGTTCTAACAGATTATGCAGTAAATGGGACAACTTTGGAAAATAAATCTGACACCGACATTTTTATTATGTCAAAAAACAAATGTTTCAAGAAACCAGATATATTTTTTTTTGTACAATGTCTCCGTGAAAAAGACGTTTATATGTGTTGTTATTTACACATTCCAAAAAATAAATTCACAATTATTGTATTTACTGACAAAAAAAAAATTAGCGTGAATTTCGAAAATGCAATAAATGAATATACCGAATTCAGAAAAATGGAAAACATTGAAAACTGTTACATATATCAAAGAACTAATAATAAACTTTTTAAATGCAAATATGAATGTGATCCCAAAAAATCACTACTGTCATTAAAAGCTGATATTAATACAGAATGTGTCCTACCACAAGATATTATAGATTATCATAAATATGCATCGAATTTTCATGAATATTACTTCAAAAATTTTTATAATCTGGACAAAGGAATAAGTATTATAGAGGATATATTGTCAAAAAAATGTAAAAGGGTAACAAAATGTAACATTAATCTTCCTGTTGAACAATACAAAAGACAAGTTAAAAATCGTAATCATAGAGACAACAAATTTAAAACTAATAGTTTTGGAAACATTTGTGAAATTGATAAATTCAGTGCAGACGGGGGCCGAGGTTACACTGATATTATTAGTTTTCAGAATGAAATAGGCAATAAGGAAAATTCTATTGTTTCAGTCAAATATGAAAATGATAATAAAAAAATGTTTAACATAGTTTATGTTAACAGTAATATGTTTAAATCATTAAAAGAAAATGTCGATCGCTTTGACATTGATATTTGTAAACAGATCTTTAATGGCAATAAGTTTCATTTAAGATCTATTAGTGGTTTAATAAACAAAAAATTCACTTGTTCACCAACAAATATACAAAATATAAAAGGTTATGTAACTTCCATGAAAAGAATTAACAAATATATTGCTAGAGGATTCGGCTTAATTGATTTTGACAAAACCATAGAGCATTTTAAAGAATATTACAACATTCCAAAAAATCTTTCAGAAATACAAATAAATGTATGCAAGGAACATTATGAAAAAACATTTAGTGAAAGGTCTATAAGGGGAAAAGATCCTTTAGGATGGTCTTCTTATTGGAAAAATTGAAATATATAAATTCAATAATTTATTTTATTATTTTTAATGACAAATGGACAAAATCAACTTAAAATTATTTTTAGACAATATGTCTGCCGATACAATATACCATATGACAACATTTATTTCAGCTCCTTATGACATATATAAGATTTTATATTATAATAAACATCGTCTATACCTTTCCAATAACACAAAAACAATAAACAAAACAACTGATAATTTACAATTATTATTGTGGAGTTTATTTTATGAAAAAATGATGTATCAATTCAAAAAAAGAATAGATGATTTTGAGTTGTTTCAAGATATGTTATCAGACAATATGGTTATTTCTGGAAGTAAAATTTTAGAATGTTTTTATGACGATAATTATGAGAATACAGAATATTCAATAGAATTTTTTTTCAAAGAATATCCTTTATTATTCCAAGAAAATGGTCCTATGATTATGAATGTTAGTAATACAATATCTGATTACATTAAAAATGGAATAACAATAGAAAATAAATCTGATACTGATATTTTTATTTTGTCTAACGATAAAACTTTTCGCAAACCGCAAATGGAATATTTTAACTTTATGACCAACAAATTTGAATTTGTGCATTGTTATTTACAGCCAAACAAAAAAATTATACTAGTTATTTGTGTAGAACACAAAGATGAAGTAATACACTTAAACTTAGATAAAATTTCACATCTGTATCCTCATTATGAAAAAAATATTGATGAATGCTATATTTATAAAAGTGAACATCAGTTATTTAAATGCAGTATCCAATATTTTATTTCGAAAGATAACGAAAATTGTATAAAATTAGATATCGATTCAAATAAAATTTATGAAATGCCTGAAAATATTTTACAATATCATAAATACATATCTTATGTTTATTCTGATGGCATTAATGATACTTATAATTTAGATCATGAGTATGATTGTTTGGAAAAAAAGTTGTTGGAGAAATACAAACTTATTTCGACAGTGAATTTACATAATCAATTGGAATATTACAAACGAAAAGATAATTCCAAAAAACGTTTTAGTGATAATCGCTATGGAAATATATGTGTTACTGATTATTTCACTAAGACGTGGTATGAATCTTATTATGATATTATTGTTTGTGGAAATGCAAATTCAAATAACGAACACCCTATTATATCAACAAAATTCGAGAATGATAACAATAAAATAATAAATCTTGTGCACGTGAACAGTAATATATTCAAATCTGTGAAAGAAAATATAGATAATTTCGATATTGATATATGTAAACAGATATTTAATGGTAATAAATTAGTATTAACATCTCTTAATGGTCTAATAAACAAAAAATTCACTTATGTTCCAAAAAATATTAAAAATGCGTTGGGTTATGTGACTTCAATGAAAAGAATAAATAAATACATTGCTCGAGGATTCAATCTGATTGATGCTGATAACGTCATTAGAGAATTAAAAGAATATTATGATATTCCAAAAATTCCGTCAAAAAATTTTTTGAATAAAAATAATAAGATGGCCATAATCGATACAGATAAAAAACTATTCGAATATGTCACTTTGGCAGAGTATGATCCACTTGGATGGTTATCTTTATTTTCTACAAACAATAACTAATATTTTTTTATTTTCGCATTCTATAATTTTTAGTTTTTTTCACAAAGAATTTTTTAATTGGTTTCTGATATTGTTTGGCAAATTTTATATCCTTTTTTCTAGCAATTTCATTACCTAGTGTTATTGCACCACATATTTTTTTATGTTTATCGAATAATTCTGTTTTTATTAGGAATTTACACATATTGCACTTAGTGGCATTCATTGTTTTACATTCTAGTTGATGATATCTCATCCAATCTCTTGAATAAAATTCACCACAAAATTCACACATTAATCTCTTCTTTGGACATACATTATCATGATTTGAATCACTGTGCAAATACTGGTTAGAACACAATTGACAAGTTTTAAGTCTATACTGACAATCATTTTTCACGTGATTTAAAAAATCTTTTTTCATTACTGAACAATTGCACAAATCACACATAACACTATTTTTGGAACATATTTCTTCGTGCATTATCCTATTTAATCTGTGAAATTTTTTGAAACATTCTTTGCAACTAATTTCAGTGTTATCGCATTCATTTTCAAAATGATTTTTAAAATTTTTAACTGATTTTTGACATAATGGACATTTAGTTTAATGAGAAATTGAATGGTCACTCATCTCTTCCAATTTACCAGTCCAATCACATTTTCCACAATAAACTATTTCTTGGTCAATAATATTTTTTAAACTAATATTTACATTTGAAAATATTTTTTCATTTCTACAAAATGGACATTTAGAAACTTTATTACAGCAACTTTCACATAACGTGTGTCCACATTGTATCACATATGGTTCAATCATTACATTGGAACATATTAAACACATCATGTCATTTGACAATTTATTTTTTATTTCGATACTGGTTAAAGATTTTAATTTTTTGATATATTGCGAATAAGTTTTTACTAGAGGAAAATTATTGTGAATTAACAGAAATGAATTTTTGTAATCCTCAAGTTTTTTATTAATCTCCACAGCCATATCATACGTTTTATTGTATTCACTAATACAATAGTCATTTTCGTCATGCGGAATGGAATATCTATGTTGAATGTGAATTTTTGTTATATCTTCTATATGTTTGCCATTTTTAATACATTTTAACGCATATTTTTTTAATATATTAATTGGTACATCAACGTTCATTTTTGAATTATTCGTTAGATTCACTTTTTGAATTATTCGTTAGATTCACTTTTTGACAATCATTGTGTTTTTCGATGTCCTCCAATGATACCACAGTATTTACATATTCAAGACACAAAAGAGGTAAAGAGCATAAAGGGCCCCAATAGATTCTATTGGCAAATATTTAAATTGATCAGAAAGTAGGTAAATATAATTCTTACTTACTGCATAAGCATATGGTACATCATTATTTCCGATTGGTGAATATAGATCTGTAATTTTTTCATCAGTTTCGAACGAATATATTTGATAGTTTATGTACATATATTTATTTCTGCTTATTTCCAATAATATTGTATTGCCGATATGAGATTTTCTGGATGAATCTTTTCCAAGAAGCACATTTTTACAATTTGATATTATTAAATATTCTGAGTAAAGATACTCTACATTTTTGGATTCTTGAGCATATATTGTTTTTTCTTGTTTGTAAATATGAACATTGTTTCCTTTAACAATCACATAAAATGGCTTATTAAAATTATCATGAATAACAAAAGTATTTTCGGGAAGTCTTTTTCCAACTACATATGAAATATATTCATTGTTTTTCATTTATAATTATTCGGTAGACAAAAATAAACAAATTTAAATTATTTTAATTGAGAACTACAAAGTATCAATAACTTCATAATCTATTACAATTGCACAAATTTTATCTATAATATTCCAATAAATAGTATGTACTCCGTTTCCAAAATACTTTACCTTAGGTTCGTACATTTCGTTAAAAGAAAAATCTCCAATGTTTTTACTCATTTCACCGGAATATATCTTTATTTTTTTTATTTTATGATCTTCTAAACCTTTTATTACAAATCTTTTGATTGTTACTTTTGTTATGGTCAAAATAAAAATATCTTGGACATTTATGTATATTGGCATATTTCTAAAATTAATAGATTCAGGACAAGTGAAATGATAACTATAATAATAATATTCTTTTCTCCAAAATCTATAAGGAATTATAATTCTTCTGATTAATTCATTGCACAAAGCCATTATTTTTTGTTTTCCAAAAAAACGTTCATCATACAAATTACCAGTATTCACATCTATATTTTGTCCATCGTAATAAGCTATTTGTTTTATAATGTTCATATGGTGGATATCAACAAACATGTCAGTTTCTTTGTCAAAAAAATAAGAATATTTAAACATCATTTTCCTCAAACCAAAATACTCTGAATGATTGTTCAACAAAGTATTTAACTCTGTTGATTTATTAGAAAACAATAAAAATCCTTCTTTGTGCACAATATTTATTATTCTATCATCTTGAATGTATAACATAAACTTTAGAATGTCCAAAGACAATGGCATTTCGTCAACTCGATCTGAAAAATATTGACGAACAACATCTTTACCAACATCAATAAAAATATCTACTAATTTATATTCATTGTTAAATATTTTTATTGTTTGATCTGTTAATTCCAAAAGATCTTGCATAACCTGTGATTTATATATACGATTCTCTTTGTAAACAATGTAAAATGATTCACAATTGTCATTTGTACGGATATTTAGGCAAAACATTATATTGACGTATATATTGGCGTTTATAATACTTTTTGAACCGAATAAATAAAGTTTCACAATTATTTAATAATTTCAATTTTTCGCAGGAACATCAACCAAATTAGGCAATATTTTAATTCCGGTTTGTTTTTGGATTGTATCGAACATAGGGGGTATTGTTTGCATGACATTTCTGATGGGCGAGAAAACATCTTCACTAGTATTACCAGTGTTCCATACAGTAATATTTGGTTTCAAGTCTCTTACAGATTCAGAGTTTATTTTTGCAATGTCAACAATTTGATTGTTGCGCATCATTAAATAGGACATTAATGCATTGTTATCGTTGTTAAATGCGGCTAATAGTTTCTTTATACCATCTGCCTCATTATCATACATATTCTTTATGCCTTCAATTTCTTTCTCCTTGAGATACAAAGCAGCCTCTGCTTCCTTCTGGATTCTATAAAGATTGGCGTCTGCTGTCTTAATACTAGCTGCATATCTTGCTTCTGCATCTCTAATTATAATTTCATTATCAACAACTGCTTGAGCCATTTTTTCAGATCTAATTTTTTCTATTTCATTATCGACTCTTATTTTATTATTTATCTTTTCTAATTCTAATAGTCTCTTTTGAGCTTCATAGTTAGAAATATTTTCAGCATTCTTAACAATCAATTCTTGTTCATATTTCATCACAGCTAATTTTGAATTAGATTTTACGATTTCTTCTTGTAAATCATTCTTTAATCGATTTTTTTCAGCATTATAGGCCGCAACCTTTACTTCTTTATCCTTATCCTTTTGCGCTGATTCTACCTCACCTCTCAACTCTGCATTCGCAACATCAATTTTAGCTTGATTTACAGTATCCGATATGATTTTCTTTCTAATAGTAGAAAAATAATCAGAGCCATTGCTATCCTGTAATTCTTTTATATTGGCGTTAAAAACTTTCAAACCAAATCTTTCTAATTCAATATCTATTGCTCTTATGACATTATTTTTAAAAACTTGTCTGTTATTAAACAGATCTTCCATTGATAGGGCTGCTGCCAACGCACGAGTTTCGCCTTCTATTATACCTGTTATAATTGAATTTTTGTTATTCTGTTGTTTTGCCAGTAATCTGGTATACTTTTTGATATTATTCATATTAAACTCTTCTATCTCTTTTGGACTCATTTTACTATGTATCAATACTTCAGTAGATTCTAAAGAATCACACAATCCAACATCTGGTTTTAATTTATTTCTTGTTGATTCAGCAGTTAATATGTTTATACCAATAGTAAAAACTCCTGGCAAAACAAATTCTAATTTTTCTTTCGTCATTGCGTGCAGTTTAAACTCATAATTTGATGGAGTCAAGTCAATTAATGTAGCATTCTGAAACATTAGCTTAAATCCTGATTTTACAATTTTTATGTCTTTTATAAATGCACCTGTTAATGCCAAAACGTAACTAGGATCTGAAGCATAATAACTTACTGATAATAATTCTAATAATGATGCTGACATACTTTTTAATTAGGAAAATAAATACAATATAAATAGTTTTATATTCAAATTTTTTTACTAGTTTATTTAAATGTATATAGATGTCCTCCAAATTGTCATAATCTATTCAGATATAAGAGATCAACTCAAGTTATGTCAATTAAATAATGATACAAATAAATATCTTAAAATATATGATTTATTTGATCTGCCATATGAAATTAGGAAAAATATCACTCAGGATATACTTATGCAGTTAAAGTTCAATAATTTAAAAAGATTAAACGTTTATTATAATACTTATGTTGTGGATGTCAATCATTTAGCTCATTCATTGATAGAGTTAAATTGCGGATATGGTTCTGCTATTTCTCAGGATGGTATTAAAAAATTAACAAAATTGCAAAAACTAAATGTTCAATTTAATCGAAATATAACAAATGTCAATCATCTGGCAGAATCTTTAATAGAGTTAAAATGCGATGGTTATTGTGGAATTGGTCAAAGTGGTATAGATGGTTTGACTAAATTACAAACTCTAACCGCTGTCGATAATATAAAAATAAAAAATGTTAATCATCTATCAGATTCTTTAATACAACTGAATTGTTCTGGTTATTGCGGAATCGGTCAAAAAGGAATAAAACATTTAAAAAAATTACAAAAATTATTGACATATAATAACACGAAGATAAAAGATGTTAATCATTTAGCTGATTCATTAATCAAATTGGAATGTGCATGGCAATCCGGTATAAATCAAAATGGTATTTCTAAATTGAAAAAATTAAAAGTGCTTCATGCTAATGACAATAAAAAAATAGTAAACGTTAATCATTTATCTGAATCATTGATTGAATTACATTGCTGTTTTACTTGTGGAATTGATAATGATGGTATTTCGAAACTTAATAAACTTCGAAAAATATGCTTGGAGGGTAATGAAAAAATTGAAAACAATAAATATATTAACTCAATTGATAAAATAATTCTATGAAAATGTACGCTGATATTTTACTCTTTTTATGTGCTCGATGACAGATTAGATTATGTTGACATACGAAAATTTATAAATGTTAAATACAATTGACAAAATATTAAATTTAATCATTTGTCTGAAACATTGGTCAAATCAAGTTATTTATTTCCATATCGACTCACTGAAAATGTTTGATTTATCAAATCGTATGCTTGTTCTATGATGATCTTTATAATTAAACCACCAGGTTGTTTGATAAGTAATAGAGTATGGAGGTCGTTCTTTATTTATATAATTGCATATTTCGTTCATATATTTGTGTTTAAATACAAAGGTAAAAGATTTGTTATCATTTAATTTTTCTTTTAATTGATCTATAATGTTGTCGCCATCGTAAAAATTATCTTTATCTTCCTTATCCATTTTGTCCAATTCTGACGAGAATTCTGCATCATACATAGAACTCATTTTTTCACAATGATCTTCTTGATCATTATTTTTATTTATAGAAGCACAATTATCTTCTTCATTTAACTTCTTTTCAGGCATTATAAAATTTGCACAGTTTTCTTCTTTTGACGTTGAATGAGTCTGATTGTTATTTTCGTTGTTGGACATTGAATTTTGGTTATATTGCCCGTTTCCCATATTATTAATTGTTTATGATATTATGAATTGATCTAACATTTATAATTTCAATTTTACGGAAAAAATTTGAACTTTTTACAATTATAAATACATTTACGATTATAAACATATTTATAAATATGATCGTGGATATTTTACAAATAGTTTCAGAATATTTGGATCTTAAGGAAAAAATTCGATTATGCCATCTAAACAAATATACTGATGAATATCTCAAAATATTTGATTTGTATGATATTGACATAAATCTAAGAAATAAACTTAACCAAAAAATAATAGAGCAAAAAAAATTTAATCGTTTGAAAAGATTGAATGCAAACATACATATAACAAGTGTCAATCATTTAGCTGATACTTTAATCGAATTGAGTTGTAAGAGGACTGTTCAATATTATTTACCACTTGGAATTTGTCAAGAAGGTATCCAAAATTTGACTAAATTACAAAAATTAGAAGCCTCTTATAATGCAAATATAACAAATGTGAATCATCTTGCAAATTCTTTGATTGAACTTCATTGTGAAGGTGCATGTGGTATAGATCAGTTCGGTGTAAATCAATTGATCAAATTACAAAAAATTTGTGTTGATTATAATCAAAAGATTACGGATATTAGTTTTTTGAATAAAACATTAGTTGATTTAAGTTGTCGCGGTTTTACTATTTCAAATGATCAAATACAAAAATTAACTAATTTACGTCATCTGAATGCTGAATCAAATAGAAGTATACGCGATATTGGACATTTATCAGAAACTTTATTGGTACTTAATTGTAGTGATGCTTGCGGAATTGATCAAAGCCAAATAAATATGTTGAAAAAATTACAGAAATTATATGCTTCTGATAATAAAAAAATACATAATGTCAATCATTTGGCGAAATCGTTAATAGAATTAGATTGTTCTTGTAATTGTTCAATTGACCAAAATGGAATTAGGGACTTGATTAATTTGCAAATTTTAAATGCATCATCAAATCCTTTAATATATAATGTTAATCATATATTCAATCTTATTAGTCTAGATTGTCGTTCTATTTGTGGTATTGATCAAAAAGGAATTTGCAAACTAAATAAGTTGCAAACATTATATACTTATGATAATAATAAAATATATGATGTTAATTTTTGTGGCAAATCTCTCATTTTATTAAATTGTGGTGGTAAATCTGCTGTGAATCAAAAAGGTATTCAAAAGTTAACTAGATTACAAAAACTATTTATGGTTGGTAACAAATTTATTGTAAATCTTAATCATTTAGCAGATTCCTTAATAGAACTGAAATGTATGTCGTCTTTATTATCCCCCAAAGAAATTAATAAATTAAAAGTGTTGAAAGTCCTTGATGGCAGTAGTTTTGATAAAAATTTCGATGTTCAATCTAATTTATATTAAAAATTATTGAAATTTTAAAGCATTGGTACAACTATTTAGATTTATTTCATAAAAATGAATATTCAGGAAAATATTAAAACTATTAAATCCATTGGAGAAGAAATCATCGGTGGTGATAGTTTAGAAAGACTATTGACACATAAACAAAGAGTATATGCATATGATGGTTTTGAACCTTCTGGAAGAATGCATATTGCTCAAGGATTATTGAGAACACACAATGTCAATAAATTTATTGATTCCGGAGTTCACTTCAAATTCTGGGTCGCTGATTGGTTCGCTCTGATGAATCTTAAATTAGGAGGTGATATTAAAAAAATACAGCAGGCTGGAAAAGATATGATTTTAATGTGGAAAGCATGTGATATGAATTTGGATAAAGTCGATAAAGATGGTAATAAGATGATTGAATTTTTATGGAGTTCTGAGGAAATTAATAAAAGACCAGATGAATATTGGAAATTAGTTCTAGATATTGCCACTAAATTCTCTCTTAATAGAATCAAAAAATGTACTCAAATTATGGGGAGAAAAGAGGAAGACGAAATCTTTAACACAATCCTCGATCTTAATGATAAAATCGTTGATTTGTTCAACAATTGTGATTTCGAACAAAAGAAAAAAGATGATATACTTGGTTTACTAAAAAAATTATTGGATACAAAGTTAGATGAATTAGCAGCATCTCAAATATTCTATCCTGTTATGCAATGCGCCGATGTCTTTTTCTTGGGCATTGATATTGCGAGTTTAGGTATGGATCAAAGAAAAGTCAATACATTAGCTCTGGAATATTGCGACAAAATCAAGAGAAAAAATAAACCTATTATTATATCACATCATATGTTAAAAGGATTGGATGGATCTGATAAAATGAGTAAGTCAAATCCTGATAACACAATATTTATGGATGATAGTGAAACTGAAATTATTAGAAAAATTAAAAAGTCATTTTGTGAGCCTGGTAATATTGACAAAAATCCTTTGTTGGATTGGATTGAACACCTCATTTTGCCAATTAAAAAAACAATTGTCATTAAAACTAAAAATGATATTGGTGAAGAAATTGATATGTCTTTTGATAATGCTAATTTAATTGCTGACAAATTTAAAAATGGTTATATTCATCCTAAATGTTTAAAAAATGCCGTAACCACTGTTTTGGTCAATACTTTGATTCCAATTCAACAAAAATACATTGCTCTCAAAAAAAATGATAATTAAATTATCTGAATTATTATTTTATTTATTACTAATAATAAATGGCACAATATTGTAACATTATAAAAGTTAATCAATTGAATCCCGTTAATCCAAAACATTTTGAATCATATTCAAACATGGAATTTGACGATAATTCTATTTTCAATATGGTAAATGATAATATAGATCCTAAAAATACTATAATCAATGATAAATTTTGTAACAAATTTATTGGAACATATCATACCTGTTATATTTGCCATGGTAACGCCGTTTTTTCTCCATCTGATTTATGGATTGTCGTTTGTCTTAGTTTTTCTAAATATGCGAGTGAAAATATTGATGAAACCAAAAAATTTATAAATACACCTTCCCAAGACATTATGGTTGACGTTGATTCCAATAAACCTGATTGGATTGATGCCATTGAAAAAACAGTAAGTCAAATCAATATTTTAGACAATAATTTAAAAAATATTTTAGAAAATGATTTTTTATGTGCGACTGTATGTGAAAAAATTGCTTGTAAAATTGCTGTAATGAAAACCGTTGAACATTTTACGACTTTTCAATATGCAGGTATGTGCGGGTTTAATCATATAAAGTTGTTAGGATCAAAAGAAGATTGGATTAAACTAAAAAACAAGTCTGAGTTACTTAAAAATTATGGTAATGATAAATGGAAAGAATATATGGAAATTGTAATTACCATATTTAATAAATTTGTTGAATCGTTCGATCAACCAGACATTGTTTTTTTTAATGAAATGATTCACAATGACTATGATCTAGGTTTATATGCTGATCGGTCAGACATTATCAGTGGATGGATTTTAAAGCTATTCTATGGTTTCGAAGATGAGTATAAACTTTGTGAAGTTCCAGATTTGTATGCAAGTGTTGATGCTACTTTGCATACAAATAGCACCAAAAAAATTTATATTAAAACACAATTTATTGGCAGTTACATTACCACTAATGACAGTGAATTTAACAAAACAAATATGAGATATATCAAAATAAAAGACAATGGGTATTATGTAGCAAAATATGTTGATGATTGCGATACTCCTGAAGATTATTACGATTCTGACTATGAAAATAATTATGGTTACAAGCTATCTGATAATTCTAAAGTTTGCGATACAGTTCAAAATATTTATGATTTTAGACCAGTCATTTACTGTGGAATTTATGAATAGAAAAATCGGTCTAAAATCATACGAATGTCAAAAGGTTCTTTAGTTAAAATATTACAATTTACTTCTTTTGGTAAAACATAATTTCTTTTTTTTATATCATTAATACTACACAAATAATGTCGTAATATAACATCTTCATCGTTATAATCATATTGTTTTAATTTTAATGTTTTTTTTGATGTTCTTATTGTTTCACTCACTGTTGCACAAGAATATAAAAAATCTATGTGTCTGTATTTTTTCTTGTTTATTATGTTGTTTTTGGCGATATAATAATAAAAACCAAAATCTAATTTTACAAATGGAAAATTTTCTATAAAATCTATTTTCTTTTCATGTGTTTCTTTTTCATATACATCAACCATATCATCACCGTAAGGAATATAACCAATATCTTTGTGGTATACCGTCGCTACAGTTTTATTTTTTTCACAATTTAAGCCGAAATTTTTACAAAACCATTCTATTAATTTATATTCTGAACTATTTTCTGATAAATTTTCTAAATTCACATATATTTCATAATTCCTCTTACAGCGCTCTTTGTATTTCCAATCGCGTATATACACATCATCATCCACATATATTTTATACACTCTATTGTTTATAGCCATGGTCTCATTCATGGCTCCCGTAATCATATAACGCGAAAAATCTCCTAAAAAATTCAAAAGTTCAAATGGATATCTTATTGCTTCAAAATTAATATTTCTTGTTACTTTAAAATAATTGACCAAAAAATAGATTTCCATTATATGTCTAAACGGATCTATTTTACCTTCGTAAGTATACTTTCCAGAAATTATTGTTTTTAGAGAATCTACACTTATAGTACCACGCGGACCTTTGATCGGATCTATCGTTAAACTATCTCCAATAAAAAGACCTTTGAAATATTCATATGATTCCTCCAAATATATCGAATCAGCTTCAATTTTATTGGATATATACTGTACTATCATAAATTTTTATTATTCATTTTAATAAGTGGTTATTATTAAAAAAAAAAATCAATTTTTTCCATCAACAATATATATATGATACCTACTTTATTTAAAATTGATTTGAATAAAAGTGTTTTTGATCAAGAAAAACCATTGCACAATAGATGGCATCCTGATATACCAGCCACTGTTTTTGTTAAACCAGGACAAATTTTTAAAATGGAATGTATTGATTGGACAGGTGGTCAAATCAAAAATAATAATGATGCTTGTGATATTAAAAACGTAGATTTAACTCGAGTTCATTATTTGAGCGGTCCTGTTCATGTGAAAGGTGCCAAACCAGGTGATATTTTAAAGGTAGAAATATTAGATGTTCAACCACATCCTCAAATGAATTGGGGATTCACCGGAATTTTTGATAAGAAAAATGGTGGTGGGTTCTTGGATGATCTTTTTCCGAATGCCGCTAAAGCTATTTGGGATTTTGAAGGTATATATGCGACTTCGCGACATATTCCTAAAGTTAGATTCGTTGGCTTAATTCATCCTGGTTTAATCGGAACCGCACCTTCTATGGAATTATTAGAAAAATGGAATTATCGAGAAAAAAAATTACATGATAAATGTCCTTGCAGAAATCCTCCTTTAGCTGAATTACCTAACAAAAAAGGAGCATATGTTGGTAAATTAGAAGGAACCAAAGAAGGTAAAAAAATAAAAAAAGAAGCTGCTAGAACTATTCCTGGAAGAGAAAATGGAGGTAATTGTGATATTAAAAATTTAACAAAAGGATCCGCCGTTTATTTTCCAGTTTATGTTGATGGAGCTAAATTATCTATGGGTGATATTCATTTTTCTCAAGGTGATGGTGAAATATCATTTTGTGGTGCCATTGAAACTTCTGGAGTTTTAACTCTGAGATGTTCCATTATTTCTAATGGTATGAAAACATTGGGTATCAATAATCCTATTTTTGAAACAAGTATTCTTGAACCTAATTACAGTAAATATTTGACTTTCGAAGGATTTTCAGTTGATGAAAATGGTAAACAACTATATCTTGATGCTACTGAATCTTATAGAATGTCGTGCGTTAATGCCATCAATTATCTTACCAAATTTGGTTATACTCCTCAACAAGCTTATATTTTACTCAGCAGTTGTCCGGTTGAAGGCAGAATTTCTGGCATTGTTGATTTTCCAAATGCTATTACAACTTTGGCTGTTCCTACTGAAATATTTCAATTTGATATCAGTCCTGAATCTAAATATATTAACAAATATAAATTCAAACAGTTACCTATCTGTAAATAAAATTGAAAAAAAGATCATATGTCACTGACAAGTAATTTACCTCAATATTAACAATGATTATTAACGCAAGAGGAACAAAAATAGAAATAAAAGATGATTGTCTTCTATTGAAATATTCCAAAGTGTTGCAAACATATAAAAACACAATTATGAAGAATAATGAAACTGACACAGAATATTATTTAAATTATAGAGATTCTTTGGTCCATGATTTGATTGATTATATTGAAGGATATTCGAAATACAACTCTAAGTTTGAAAATATTATGAGAGAGCTAATGATAGAAAACGATAATAGTAATAAGCTTGATTATAATTTAAAATATGTAACCAAAGATATTTTTTGGAATTATTATAATGAACATTCGTTTAAAGGCTATTATGATCCTAGTCCGAAAGCTATAGACTTTATTTACGATAAATTAATGTCTAATACAAAACCAATTGTATTTATAACTAAAATTAAAAATAAACCAGGAAATTCTGGAATATCTGACAAAAATATAATTCTTGTTGATGAATATTTGAATATTTTTGATCTTTGTGGTTCATCTGATTACTTTGCTGTAAATATCAACTATAATCAAGATTTTCATTTTAGTAATAAAAATATGGTAGATGCGTTTCAATCGTTTGATAGATTTTCAAAATATCAAACTACCAATACTAAAGTAAAAGAAGAAGTTTTAATAGAATTTCAAAATGACATTAATGTTTTAGCTAATGCACAAATGCCAATTTGTTATAATGTTAACAATTGTCACTTAACGTTTGATCACGATAAATTATATAAAATTTTTGATATCAATTTTGTGAACACTTTTAAAATAAAAAAATAGAGGATCAATCGGTTACAATGGATATGTCATGTAATTTGTCAATATTCTTTAGCAAGTGAGAATTGTTTTTGAGATTCAAATCAATAAATTGATAAAACATACATATATAACGTTTATTGTAAGTCCAATTAAAAGTTATTTCGTCATCAACGTGACTGATTTTAAATTCTTCAAAAGGGGCAATATAATTTTTTACATCAATCTCTTTCTGTAAACTTTTGCAAGATTTTATAAAATTAGTAATAATAATCAATGAATCAAGTTTATCCCATGCAATTGTTGTTTTAACTTTCAATAAAGTTTGTTGAATGGTGGACCAAGTAATTTTTCTGTCTAAAAAAAACTGATCAATTAAAAATGATACTCCACTGTTACGAAAAGAATGTCGCTTTACTGGTAATTGATACTCATAAAATAAATGTGGATTCCCGCCATAAAATAAACTGTCAAACGAAAAAAGCATGAAAACTTTTGGATTCACGTCAAACAATGAAGGTACTGAACAAGACAATTTCCAACGATCAAATGTCAAACAGTATCTATAATCTCCCAGAATAATGATGTCATAACTACAAAGAATTCTAATTCTGCTGTTATCATTTACGTAAACTTTGTAATTTAATTTCCCGAATAATTTTCCAGAAAATGATTCTTTTTGTGGACAGTCGAGATATTTCAAGTATTTTTGCACGATATTTACAAGACCTATGTAACATTCATCTTTTGGAATTTTTATCAAAAATCGATCCAAAAAATCAAATACATCAACATTATAATCCAGATGATTAAATCCCAATGAATCTGCAATATTATTCAATTTTATTTTGTACAAAATGACCGAGCTCATTTAATAAATTCAATTAATCTGAATATTGCAATCAAAAAGATTATCAATTTTTTTTTAACAAAATTAATTTGGCAGCGTCTTAATATTTTAATTATTAGTTATAATCTAAAATCTATAAACCTCATTATAAAATTGATGGTTGATCCAAAGTTCGAATAAGTTTGACTAATCCATTAGTGTAAAAACTTTATTTTATCGACAAATATTTTAAATGTCAAGCAAATAATGTTAAAATAAAAGAGCGAGTTTTAGAGATAAATGTGGCAATTTTTTATACTTTTAAAAAATTTTAATATAATGGAATAAGGAATTTAATTATGAGTAATGATAGAAATATTATTTAATTTATCAATACTTTTTTGCAAATAAGAGTCCTTTTTGTGATTCAAATCAATAAATTGGCAAGATAAGTTTATCTTGTGTCTTCCGCAAAATAAATCAACTGTTAATTCATTGTCAATAAAACTGATTTTTAAACCATCAAGAGGAGGTTTGTTAGTATCAATATATTTCTGTGAATTTTTACATAATTTTATGGAATTAATAACATTATTAAATAATTCAAGGTTATTCCAGGTAATTTTTGTTTTACCATTCAACAAAGCCTGATAAATGGTTAACCAAGTAATTTCGTTATTTTCTAAAATAGGTTGATTTTCTAAAATAGGTATTGAATGATTAGAGTATATTACATCAATATTTAAAAATAAATACGTTTTTCTGTTAAAATCAAACAATGAATACAAACAATAAGACAATTTCCAGCGATACAATATCAACGAAAAGCTTAATCCATAATAAAAACAATTAATATTTATTCTGTCTTTGTTATCAATACGAACAATATAACTCCATTTTTTGTATTTGTAACATAATTTTTCTTTTTCAGAATTGTCAAACTCCACTAAATTTTTCTGTAGAAAATTTAAACAATCCACATAAAGTTCGTGTTTGGAAATTTTCATTTTAAATTGATTCAAAAAATAATTAATATCTACATTGATATCCAGGTGGCTCGCTGTTTGTGAATATAAATCTTCTTTATTTGATAATTTAATTTTATAAACCGTGGAACTCATTAAACAAAATCAATTTATTGGATTATTGCAATCAAAAAGATTATCAATTTTTTTTACAAAATTAATTTGACAGACTGATATACAATTTCCGAAATATAATAATCTAATTAACGATGGCCTGTGTGATTTATAATCAAAAAGTGATAATTTAGATTATGTTCAATGTTCTAAAGATAACACACATTCAGGACGAATATAACGATAACATTCCAATAAAATTCTTTTACTCTTATAACTATTTTGAAATAATATCAATTATATATATATAAATAAATAAATAAAAAGTTAAGACGTAGATTTTTCCAAAGCTTCCTTGATGTATTTCAAGCAAGTATCTAAATCCATAAATCCATCATAATCATCTCCAACTTTCTTGGCAAAATCGGATTCTTTCAATAAAGCTTCTAGTAATTTAACATCTTGATAAAACCAAATGTCTACAAAACCAAAGCGATACCTGAGATATCCTCTTTTACCTGAAGAAAGCGCAAAATACGCCTGTGTTGGATGAGAGTGAGTAACTTTAATTTGTGTTATTGAAATTTTTTCAGCAACTTTTTTAAAAAAGGTGAAACCTCCTCGCGAAGGAAGGAATTTGTCTGTCAAACAAATCCCTATTAATCGACTGTTAGGTCAATACCGTTCTTATGTCTCTACTGCTAGGCATAAGCATCCAGTTAAGCTGTAACTATTAAGATTTCTCCATACGGTTACAGATGGCACTTTTCGGTAAAGTGATTCTCTTTTTTGTGTTCCTTCTAATCTTCCATTCTTATTCTCATTCTAATCTTTTCTAGTCAAAACAAAACTTTAATCTACTATATGATTCCTAACACATAACGAACCCCACCTTGACGATGGCGTTATGATCAGGATAGTAAGATGATGTTTTGTTTCTTTCAAAAATTTCAAACTTGAACTTAAATGGTCAATTATGAGAACCTAGGTAATAGAAACCTAGCATCCGTAGATGTAGCTAACAAACAAGCGCAGTAGGTAATATTCTGTTAAAATATGCCCTATAGTTAGCTATGATATAAGTCTTTTTATTATGAGTTTTTCAGATATTTATCTTTTTCAATTTTTTTCTTTATGGTATCATAAAATTGAAAATAAAAAGCATTACACAACTTTAAAAATCAACTTAATATACAAAATGGTTAATACAGCATACAGTTTGTTTGGTTTCAAATTAAATACTGATCTTATTGACAAAAAAAGAATTCTCAGAAGGTTGGCAATGGATTGCAAGAGAATACCATTAGAGTGCAGTGACAAAGGAGATATAGATTATATTTTCCTAGAAACTTTAAGAAATAACGATATTGATTTACGTGTAAAACAGTTTGGTTTAAAAGAAGAAATGTATTTGAGTATTCATTCTGCAGAAATTATTGATCCATTGCAATTGACACAATATTATGACTATGATGATATTCAAGATTTCAAAAATACATTAAAGTTATTAGGTCAAAACTGTGATGATATTAAACCATTTATTTATACAATTTGTTAACAAAATGTTGAAAAAAAATTCGTTAGTGTTATTAATGATAATGGCGAATAAAAATGGTTAGACTTGCTCATTGTTTGTATGGTTTTCAAATAAATTATAGACTAATAAACAAAAAGAAAATTATAAAAGAATTGTCAATAACAGAAACAAAATATATAAATAATGACGAAATAGACATAGATTTTCTAGAAATGTTAAGTGATTATGGTTTAGACATAAAAGTGGTTTCGCCTTATAATCCAAATGGAAATAATGAAGATTTGGATGATTGTGAAATATATCTGAATATATATTCAGCAAATCAGATGAATCCATTAAAATTGTCAGAATATTATAATAATGAGAATATCCAACAGTATAGAGACAAATTAAAATTATTAGGACAAAATTATGAAAACAAAATTCCCCTAATATATGGCGTTAATTAATCATAAGTAATAATAGAAATGTTTTGTAAAGTGTTAAGATTTTTTTTCATATAGTCTCTATTATTCTTTATGAATATTGGTTTACAGGAGATATGAATACGAAGACGAGGTGGATTTTTTAAGGACCATTTGTAATGATTTTTTGGAGGATCAAAATAAATTTCAGCGTAATCGTCATTTATATTAGTGCGTGGTATAACGGATTTATCATACGGTGTTATGGTGTTTTGAATAATTTTTTCCAATTCACAACATTCTCTATTATCAAAATAATCGTTATAAGTTTTGATTTGTTTATAATATGAATTCAGTAAATAACCAACTAAATTACAATTATATGTAGGCCAACAATCTAAAAAACTTTTCTTTTTATCATCATCATATCTCAAACTATTAATAAATAAAACTTTGGTATCATTAAAATCAAATAAAGATGGACTGAGGTAATACATTTTACGAGAATTTATAACTAGTTTATAATGCCAAAAATTTACAAAAAGACTAATAGAATCATCAGAAACTTTAATTTTATATTCAATTTTCGATATAATATTAAATTCGCCACTGTAAGGAACATTAAATGTTATATCACTTTTTTTACTTATAAATTTGTTCGATATAAATCTTTGCCAAGAATCAAAAAAAGTTTTTGGAATATCTTTTAAAAAAAGTTTGAAATATTTATGGCTGTTGTTGACTAAACTTTTTAAAAAATCATTAACAAAATCATTAATGTTGGTAATGTTTGTGTCAAAATGGTTTTCATACTTTAGAAATCCAAATATGTCAAAATCATAAAATCCTGCATAGTTTACAATAACACTGTTCATTATAATAATTGACTACACAATATTTTGGTAATATTATGGCGAATTGCTCATCATTTTTCAACTGAAATTTTAATCAAATGTGATTATATTTATATCGTGCAGTAAATTTATATTTTTTTGTAAATATAATTTTTTTTTGGATTTAATGTAAACAGGTCTAAAACCTACGTATAAATAAGGATTAATATTTTCAAAGAAGTATGGATCCATCGAATTAAGATGAATTTCAGCATGATCATTATTAATTGTCAGTCTAGCAATTGGATGTGTATTCGGAGAATTGAAGAAAGAACTTAATTTTATATGTTGATATTCATAACTTTTGGCATAATTTATAGAATCTGCAAATATTTTATGTTCTTCACTGTCAGAATCTTCATGAATACTCAAATAATATAATATTTCACTTAATAAAGACCAGGATATATATTCATACTGTTTAAAATAATGTACTAATATGTATTTCAAATGCTCATTCACACAATTTCTACTATCGATTAGCATTAATTTGTTGTCATTAAAATCGAATAAAGAAGGAGCAGAATAAGTAATTTTTTTACAACTAAATTTAAGATAATTACCTAACACATTATTATCCTCATTCGATCGTTTAGTGAAGAAGATAACATTTGTCTCACCTACATTGGCTTTATATACAATATCATCAAACAAAGGTATATAATCATGAGAATGTTTTATCCGATCTGTGCACAATTGATTTCTGTAAAATGTGGGCTGATCTTTTGTATCCCAACTAGAGTCAGAATAGTCGTTTTTTTTCCGAGCCGTATGAAAATCGTCCAAAATAAGAGTGACGTAAGAATCAAAAAAATAATTAGGTATCAAAGATATTAATTGTGTAAAACATTCTTTGTCAGAAACTTTTCTGGATGCATTATTTAAAAAATCATTCAAATCTATATCGACGTCGATATCATTCAACAAAGTATTGTGTCCTTCGCACATGCGAATTTTATAAATTTTTGCAATATTCATAATATAGCTAATATACACACTATTATACGAAAGAATATTAAAATCAATATTTTGAAATAAAAAATCCAGAGTTTCTTATAACAATAATAATAAGTAAAAAAACAAGCGATAAAAATACCTCAAACGTCTCAATATTTGCCTTGTGTGTGTGGCATAGAATATATAGAAGATATATATATATATCAAAGTAAATGATTTAATGAAAAGAGAATCCGAATTATTCTCACATAAAAGCGGAAAATACGTTGAAGAAATAAAATCTCCAGTAAAAGGCCGCATAGTTGAAATATTGCACATCGAAGGAACAGAAGAATGTTGTAAGGAATAAACAAACTTTTTAATTTAGACTGTTCTCAAAAATTTCAAGCAATACTTTTCAGCTTGTTTGAAACTGAGATGTGAGTCAAATTCACCACCAACATATTTTATGTAAGAAGGATCTCTTGTGAGGACTTCGTCCAGATCTTCGCCTAATCCATAGAGCCAAATTTCTAGCTTTCCGAATCTATATCTTAAATAAGCCACATAAGAGGAACTTAATTTAAAACGTATTATTGTGGGTGAATCAGACATTAAAACTTCAGAAGATAAGATTTTCAATTGAAGTAATGGCTTGACAGCTTCAAAGATGTTAACGCTTAATGCTTCTTTCAAAAGATCGATTGATTGTTTAATATCGATAAAACCATCATACTCATTTCCAATTTGTTTAGTAAAATCGGGAACACGTTGACAAATCTCAATAAACTCTTCTTTCTCAAAGTAAAACCATATATCTAGTTTACCAAAACGGTATTTCAAAAATGCTCTTTTTCCAGAAGATAATTTGAAATTAATCTGTGTTGGACTAATTGGAGAAATAACTTTTATTTGTGTGATATTCTCAGCAACTTTTTTAAAAAAGGTGAAACCCCCTCGCGAAGGAAGAAATCTGCTTGTTAAACAGATCTCAATTAATCGACTGTTAGGTCAATACCGTTCTTATGTCCCCACTGCTAGGCATAAGCATCCAGTTAAGCTGTAACTATTAGGAATACTCCGTACGGTTACAGATAGCACTTTCCGGTAAAGTGATTCTCTTTTTTGCGTTCCTTCTAATCTTCCACTTTTATTCTTACTTTACTTTTTCTTAATCAAAATAAAACTTTAATCTACTATATAAACCCCAATGTATAACGGACTCTACCTTGACGATAGCGTTACAATTGAGATAGCAAGATGATGTTTTATTTCTTTTGGAAATTTCAAATTTGAACTTAAATGGTCAATTATGAGAACCTAGGTAATAGAAACCTAGCATCCGTAGATGTGGCTAACAAACAAGCGCAGTAGGTAATATTCTGTTAAAATATGCCCTATAGTTAGCTCTGATATAAATCTTTTTATATGGGTTTTTCAGCTATTTGCTTTTTTCAATTTTTTTTATAAATAAATTAATTATTAGGATATATAGGGGAGAAAATATTTTCATCTCTGGACAAATATTTTGAGTTTAATAATCTTTGCATAAATATTTCCTTAGTTTTCTCCAAACAAATATTAGATAAAACTAGATCTTTTATAACATTTTGTTTTTGAGATTCCCAATCTTTATTACTATCATTTCTAAAAGACAAAGTAATTTGGTCACCTCTTATTGGGACAACATCAGAATGTGATATATATTTTTTGCATTGCCCTGGAATCATTAATTTATCACAAAGAATCTCATAGGTATGTTCCTCATAATTGGGTCCTCCTGAAAATCCTACTCGATTAAAAACAAATTCCTTGAGATCGACTGATATAATAATATTGCTATCACCTAAACTACATTTATGAACAAAAAAAGTCTTACATACTAATTCATTTAAATCAATTACACAATTTTGTTTTAATTCATTCTCGTATTCACGAGGAAACCATGGATAATATATTTCGTTATAATCCATAGCTTTTTCAAAATAATCTAGTGGTTTATTACCGCCCTTCTTTAATACGCTAAAATTTATTGGTAAAACACCGTAATCAAAATAAGGACCATCTTCATTATATTCAAAATTATACCATCTATCGTCCCATATTAGAACTCCTTCATTTCTATAATCTGAATCTATTTGAATCATATCACCCCATTGTAAATTTTTGTCTTTAAATTCGGGACATTTGTCCAAAAATTCTTTTCCCGAAACTTTGCAAATATTATTAATAGTAAACGGCAAAATAGAATCACTTTCAATATTAAATCTTCTTGCGTATTTATTCATTTTTATTAAATAATAAACTTTCTGAATTTAACTGTTTTTTTTTCACTTTTTTTTTTATAAATATTGAAAAAAAAACAGTATTAAATGTTGACAATGTAAAAACATTAAATGATATATGTCGATATAACATTAATATATTTTCACCACGATGACGTACCTAATTGGATACATATTCGTAATGAATCGTATGATCAATATATCACAACTATATGGAATTATTTGTTATATAGATTTAACGATAAAGTTCCTTTTTCCAAAACATCACTTGAACGCGGTATAAGAGATGCAAATTCAGATAAACATTATAAAAAAAATGATACGAGTATAGTTTTAAAACGCAGGGGATTGGATGGAGGCATTGGTGCCTGCACAATCATGACTGATCGTGGATTAGTGACAAATAAATATCCTATAAATGGAAAAATTTTACCTCTAAGAATGATAATATTGGAAGATATACCATATTTTTCTAATATTATAGATTTATCTTATGTGTGTGGAAAATTTATAAATAACAGCGAAATTATATGGTGTGAAAAGATTTTTGGGGGGTTTTCAATTAATGATATCGACAAGTTATGGCTTTCTGAGCAAGCAAGTCATCCAATAATATTAGAAGAAACCTGTGGGAATAAAAATATTATTTACAACAAAATTATTGAAAATAATGATTATTCTGAAATAAAATATCTAAACAATTTCATGAATTGTTGGATACAAATGAGATTGATTAGACCAATCAAAAGAATATTCAGTTATTATTGTGTTATAGAAACAAATTAGGTATTACTGGCATTACGAAAAAGTTTTTGAATTTTTCTATTTTATCGTGTATTTTACAAGATTGCTCATAATTTAAAAATATCTCTTTATCACCATTTATTAAACATTCTTGGACATTATCACTATTATAAACTTTGCCAAATAATTCTAAACATAATAAACATATAATATGTTCTGTGTTAAAATCATTGTTAACGATAATTTGTGTTTCAAAATATATTTCTTTACAAAAATAACATTTTTCTTCCACTTTTAACAATTTTGTGGCACATATTCAAAAAAAACAATTTAGATTATTGTTTACTGAAACGATAAATTTAAAATTTATTGATAATACTCTAATAAAACAAAAATAATAAATTATTGGTAAAAATCAATATATCTTTTTCTATTATGCTTTAATTTATTAATTGTTTCTCTCTGAACAATAAAAGTTTTTCCATAGTCACCGAATTTCGAAGCATTATATTTTTCTTTAAATTCAATCTTGGTTAAAAGTTTTGTATTAGCTGCATTGTCTTTTGGGATATTACCAATGTTTCTCACTGTCGGCTCAAATTGATCATCACAATAATTATTAACATAATCCTTCATTTCTTTTCTGAAAGTAGAGTAACAGTTTTTTTTCCACTTTTTATTACTACACTTTTTGTTTGCAATTTTGTAAGTTTTACCATTTCTTTTGTAACCACTTAAGAGATCCATCAGAATATATATATTCAATCCTAAATATATGTCCCAAGCGTTTTAATTTTCAATTTTAATAATAATGTCTTTGTAATTTGGTATATTTTTCAATTTATTATGATAAACAACAATATTTGATAAAAAATTTTGATTTTTTGAGTTGACGTTAAGATAATTTTTGAGAGTGTTTTTTATAGAGTAAAACATTTATTGTGCCATAAATTTTTAATTATATCGGGTATGATTGATGGATATTCATTTAAAATACGGATGCTAATACTATGTCTAATAAAATAAATAGTTAGCTTCATATTATTTCTGAATGCACGTATCACACCGTAATAATCCTCTTTCGAGAAATCACATCCAGCATCAACAAAAAATTTTGGAATTTCAAAAGGATGTGTATTATTAAAATCTCCTTCATGAGCACATGGAACAGCTCTACAATTGTTAAAATTAAGATTCATTTTATATTTATTGACATTAACTTTACAGTTTCTACAGCACCTTAATCTCAAGCATAATTCTAAAGCATGCTTAAAAACTTATCCTTCCTACATTTTGAATCAAATTAGCTCAATGGATTCGGATAAATTAAAAAAATGAATAGTAAACCATATTATTATTGTCGTAATTGTAATATTTTAGTAAATGTGACATTAGTGAACATTAAACATTTCAAATGTGATGAATGCGATGATTCAAGATTGATATCTTCATTCAACACTAAATGCGTTGAGTGTCTAATGGCTGATGAAGATAATAATTTTCTATTTGACTAATTCAAAATATATAGTATATGCAAAACTTATCTCCAAATTAATTGTAAAAATCAAGCCGTTACATATTGTCAGTCCATTTATTGTGTTTGTAAAAATTGTATAAACAAGTACAACATAGAATGCAGTAAATGCAGAAAAAAGTTAATAATAAAAATATTGAGTTTCTGATTATTGAAGACAACAAATCATTTTATTGTGATAATTGTGTAGATTAACTATAATATAATATATTAGTATATATAATGATATATATTATTAGACATAGCGAAAAACTTAATTTTAAACATAATGATGAATGGAAAAAATCTCAAAGATATAAAAAAAATCCTTTTGATGTTCCGATTAGTAAAGATGGAATTAAATATGCTGGAGAATGCATAAATGATTTGTTGAAGGATTATGATGGTGCATTTTCGTTTATATATAGCTCTCCTTTGACCAGATGCATAGAAACTAGCATTATTTTTCAAAATTATATAAAATTAAAATATGGCATTGTGGTTCCAATCAGAATCGAATATGGACTAACAGAATTAGAATACAATATAATGAATGCATATAATTTTAAATTTAATGATAAAAAAAAAGTTGTATTAAAAAACACGCATTTACCCATAGACAAAGAGTTGGAGGAAAATAATATTTATAAAAAATATGGCAAACAGCGATTTGATGTTAAATATAAGAGTGTAATTGATAAAAACATTATCAACGGAAATTTGTTATATGATGATCAATATAATACATGTTTGGATTTTTTCAACAAAATCATAAGACATATTAACAAAAATACTTTAACTTTATTTTGTACTTCCGGAATTGTGATGATGTTATTGGCCTCATACATAAATGGAAAATTAGATTTTTCTCCATATATTCAGTATAGAGGATGGTGTATGTCAATGGAATTGGAATTAAAAGACAAAAAATTAGTTTTGAAACAGATAAATCATGGATATGGAGAATAAATAAAATCTTTTGAAAATTTTTAAAAATCCATTGAACAGATCGACTCAAACTCCACCATATCTTCAACAATTAGTCCAGCCAAGCGCATATAAATGAAGTAATTGTCATTGCTAGATTTTTCTTGAACAGGTATTTTAACTGTAAAATCATCAATGAATACACATTTTGATAAATCCATATTTTCCAGTGTTTTATTTTCAGGCGCTATTGCAACTTTTTTTAAAGATTGTTTTAAATTGTTTTGTTTTAGAGTAATGGTCACAAATTTCAAACTATCTTCGAAATTAAGTTTAAATTTACAATGTGTGGTATTTGCTTCAGAATCAAGTAACGGTATCACATCTATGTGTTTCATTGTATAATCAAATAATTATTGTCAAAACTTTAAGCATTGTCCACTATATCATCAATTTTATATCGCTATTAAACAAAAGTGAATATAGAAAATTTAGATTGTGGTAATGTCTTTTATCCAAGACTAATATTAATAAATAAATCATTAGAGAACATCCATTACTTTGTCCCAATCTGAAACGTCATGGCCATCTTCAATCGCTTTGTTCTTATAATAATTATTATAATAACTAAGTTGTACAAACATTTTTACTGCACTTTTAAAACGTTTCAATGTTTCTAAAAATTTGGACAATGCAGACCAATTTGAACAATTATCTTTACAAAAAGAAATGTCCATTCTTTTCAGGTCATTTGTTGATAAATTATTTGTAACTCTAAATAATTCTTCCATAAAATGATCGTATTTGTCAAAATCTTCCAAATAATTAGTAACTATCACATCTAACATTTCTAAATGATATATTTTGAGTCCCTTATACAATTTCATTACAAAATATTTGTTTGGAACTCGTGGATATTTTTGTTTCAGATATGTAAAAATTTCATTCTGTTCTGGAGATAGATATGCTTTGCCATGATCCCATAATTCTCGCATTAAATTTCTATCTACAGAGTAAATTTCGTCTCCTTTCGAATTAAAATCATTATATTCAGATTCAGATAAAACATTTTTTAGAGCTTCTTTAGTAGCATTCTCTGTTGCCGTTTCTATTTGTTCTCTGAAACTCATTTATATTAGTATGGATTTGTTATAATCTTTTACTATTTTTTTATCAATTTTTTACAGTTTTTTTCTTAAAATTACAAAAAGAATTAAATAATATTAAACCATTTTAAAAGTTGATTTTTTAATGTTTTATTTTGTATATTGTTCTTATGATCATTATAGATGTTCAGTAACAAAAATAAATTATTAGGATGTATGGTTACCATGATTGGAACCGGAATATTTGCAAAATCATATCAATCATATTATACCAATCAATTTTACAATCAAAAAGAATATAATATGGAATCTTTCAAAAAAAATAGAAATTCATTATTGTACGAATATCTTTTAAAAGACAATATTGAAAGCACATTAAAAAACACATTTATGAATACAAATATAAATAATGATGGGATAAATTTAATAATTCGAGCAGGATTTTGTGATCAAATAAAAGACGATGATGCGGAAACATTTTATGTTCTTAGAAAATCTATCGAACAATTAGAAAATTTAAAAGAAATTTGGTTTATGCCATATTCACATCCTTCTATTTTTGTTGATTTTGGAAGTCAAGAAATTATGAAAAGAAGCAAAACGTTAATGAAGATAGTACCCGAAAAATATTATCATTTAGTAAATATAAATTCAACTTGGGGAATTCCGTTTAAAAAATCTGATTTTTTCAAAATGTTTCCAAATGTAAAATTCTTTCTGGTGTCAAATGATAAATATTATGAAGATTCAATTACCAATAAAATCTATTATTTTGAAAAAGGAAACGCTATAAAAAACACAGTTTTAGAAAAACACCAGTTAATAAAAAAATATTTATTTTTGGTTACAGAAGATGTGTACAATGATATGAAATCAAAAGGTGTTTTAGACAATACTAATATTTACTCTGTTGAAATTGATGACAAAGCCATTATACATCATTTGGGTTATTGTAATTTTCCAACAGAAAAAAATGTTTGGCACTGTTTTGCTACAACAAAGTTTAAAATAATTGAAAAAATTGAAAAAACAAATCTTTAATCTATCTATAAAAATTTATTTATATTCCTAACAAATGGAAAATCAATTTGACAACTAACAAATTCAAAAAACAGTTGCATCTAATAAATATTATTATTGCACTCCAACCATAAAATCAACAGGTTTCACACAATTAATGAAATTATGTTTAATGAGCAAAAAAGATTATCATTGTTTGGATTTAATCAAAAAAATTATTAAGATTAATCCTGAGGAAATAAATAAGCAAAATAATTATGGTTATACTGCTTTAATGATTGTTTGTAGAAACATTAGTTGTGATAGCGATTTAGAAATTTTAGAATTATTAATTAGCAATCCACTTACAGATTTTAATAAAAGGAATAAAGTGGGCTGGACAGCTTTAATGATGCTTTGTAGATTCGGTAAAAACAAAAAATGTGTTACAGCATTACAAATGTTGTTGAGAGACAAAAGACTTGATGTAAATATGGTAGATTCTAGAGGATGGTCATCGTTTATGATGGCATGTAGATACGCTGGATCTGATTCGAGTGCTGATATTGTAAAAACTTTGTTGGAATACGGATCATTGGATATTAATAAAACAAATGATGACGGTTGGAATGCATTTATGTTGGCATCCAGATATTCTAAAAAAGAGTCACATATTGATGTCGTTAGATTATTAATTAAACACCCACAATTGAATGTCAATAACATGGATAAAAAAGGTCGTACTGCATTGATAAAGTCATGTATGTTCAGTAATTCTACATCAACTGTTGAGACTGCCAAAGTTATTTTAGAACATCCTTCCATTGACGTGAACATTCAAGATCACGAAGGATGGACTGCATTAATGTGTTCAGCTAGAATGAGTAATAAGACATCTTGTGATCGAGTAGTAGAATTGTTATTGAGCGCTTCTGATATTGATATTAATAAAAAAGAAAAAAGTGGATGGAATGCATTGATGATGGCAGCAAGATATTGCGATACAGATTCTAGCTCAAAAACGGTGGCTTTATTATTAGGTAACGAAAATATAAACGTTAATGAATCAATTGATGGTTGGAATTCATTAACACTGGCTTTAAAATCGGTGGATAATAACAATGGTTTGGAAACTGTAAAACATTTATTGAATCATCCAAAAATTGATCATATTCTTAAAAATATTCACTCTAAGTACTTAAACTAATTTTTTTCTTTAAATTAATATATTTTGATTTATATTTTTGATATTTGTTCGAACCTCCTTTCATATTGTTTATATTACCATCCAATAATGAATGTATAACGATCATATTTATATAAACAGCCACATAAAATGTCATATATGCATCTGACAATGGATTATGAGATTTCACTTTATTAAAGATTTTGTTTATGACGTTCAATTTACTATCAGAATGTAACACTGAGAGAGAATTATTATATGAAGTGTTAAACATATCCTTCAAAGAACTACCCGTAAAGATATTATCACCTTTTGTACCCCTAGTTCTTCTGGCAAATATTCCCATAAAAACATCAATATCGTATATTTTTCCTAATGGATTCATAAAAGTATTATCAATCAATATATTAATCTGTGGATTCAAAAAGAATTTGACACTATTATTCAAAACCAACAAATCCATATTACTTTTTACTATTATACAACTTTTGGATATTACCTTGTTTAGAGTATCAAGAAATATTTTAATTTCATTTTCGTCCAAAGTTCTTTTCTTTACCAAATAATCATTCCAATATAAATTCTGTACTTCTGTGAAAAGTTGTTTATCAATATCATCCAATCCATTAAATACAATTTCATGAGTATTAATATTGTTTAACTCTTTGAATTTATTATTTAATATCATTCTCTTTTGATCTTGATCAATATTCATATTTTTTATTTCCTCAATTTGTTTTTTTAAATTATTATAAGTCTTTATAATTTTCATATTTTGGATTCTGTTTTTAATCTCTTCTAATGTTTCATCTGAAACAGTTAAATAGTCAGGCAAATTTAAATTCATATATTCTGTGTTTATAAGATTGTTCAAAAATAATGATGGAAAGTTCAATAACATACTTCCAATTAAAATCCATTCATAATTTACTTTTATAAAAAACATCATTCCTAACTCTCTAACTAAAGATGTTTTTCCTTTGTTTGATGTTAATCCATTAATTTCTAAAAATACTGATTGAAACTCAGTGTCTAAAGCAATCAGAACATTTTTTCTTGATGATATCGCATCTAGTGAGTCGTATAAAGTCACATCTTTTCTGTCTATTACTAACCAATATTTTTTACTAATATTTTTGTCAATACTGTCAAATAAATTAATCACATCATCAATAAAATCATTATTTTTTGACAATTCTTTTAAATTATACAACCAATTGTCAATGTCATTTTGATTCATTTTATATAATATAATTTTAATGAAGATACTATTTTATTCCAATCAAATTCTGATCATACCTATATTTTTTGGATAAAAGTTGATTTTTTTTTATTTAAGCAAAGTTATGTCTTAAATTTTAAAAATAAATATGGAAAACATAGCGATGCTTTCTGAACTGGAAATTATTGATTTGATATCACACACCGAACTAAACTCTGTTGACAAAAATTGTGCCATCAAAATTGCATGTGAAAAAGGTTATTTAGAATTAGTAAAAATTTTGACTGCTGTTGGAGCTGACTTAGAAACTGATTATGGTTATCCGATCAAAATTGCGTCAAAAAATGGTCATCTTGAAATTATTAAATTCATAGTATCAAACAAAAAATCTGCATATATGGAGACAGCAATTAAAAATGCGATTGTGAATCGTCATTACGAAATCACACAATTTTTACTGGAAATGTGTCCAAATGATTTGTCCTATTACAATGATGCAATTATAATTATGGCAAAATGCGGAGACCTGGAATTTGTGAAACTTTTGGAATCTAAAATGCCTCAAACTATCGATTACAATACTCTACTCTATTACGGATCTACAAAAGGTAGCTTAAATATTGTAAAGTATGCGCTATCAAAAGGAGCTAATGTTAATTATAATGATGATGCTGCAGTTTTTTTTGCTTCACGATATGATCATTTAGACGTTGTTAAATTTTTAGTATCAAAAGGAGCTAAAATAAAACCTGAGACAATTATGGTTGCTTCGGCAAAACTTCATATTGAAGTTACATTATATTTCATTGAAATTGGAATGAATGTGAAATTTATATGTGAAAAAACTTCTAATGTAATCGCGCAAGCTTTATTAGAAAAAGGAGATTTTGATAAAGCATATGAATTAGTTCTTCGATTCAAATGTTTGAATGATGATATTACAAAAAGACTTCAAAAAATTCAAAACAATCGTAACAATTTTGTGAAAAATATTTTGAGATTTCTGAGTGATACAATTATTATTGCAAAAAAATAATTATTCGATAAATTTAGCAAAATTATTGCGATACTATAATAATTGTTTAAATATTGGTTTATTTATTGTTTTTATAGTATTATATGAACAAACTTCTTTTTTGGTTGATAGAAAAATGTCAAAAAATTATTATCCATATATCAGATTATTTGGATGTCGTAAAAAATTTAGTATCAATAGGATCAAATATTGAATATGACAATGATTACGCAGTTGGTATTGCATCACAACAAGGACATCTTAGTGTTGTTAAATTTCTAGTATTTAGAGGAGCCAATATAAAAGCCAATAACAACTATGCTGTTCGTATGGCTTCTGCGAATGGTCATTTAAAAGTAGTAATATACTTGGTTTCTCAAGGCGCTGATGTCAAAACCGACAATAATTATGCAATATGTATGGCATCTGCAAACGGTCATTTGGATGTAGTTAAATTTTTGGTTTTATGCGGTGCTGATATTAAGGCTGATAATAATTATTCTCTTCGTATGGCATCTGCGAATGGTCATTTAGATATTGTTAAATATTTGATATCTCTTGGTGCTATATAAATTCAAATGTCTTTTGTGCCATGTATTGGGCATCCCAAAATGGCCATTTAAACGTTGTTAGATATTTAGCATTCATTGCTAATAATACTATTGGTAATAATTATGCTCTCCAATCTGCTTGTGAAAATGGTCATTTGGATATTGTAAAATATTTAATCTCCATAAACACAGATATTAATGCTTTTGATAATTATCCTGTAATAATTGCTTCAGAAAATGGTCATTTAGATATAGTTAAATTATTGGTTATGTATGGTGCTGATATTAGAGACAGAAACGATAGCGCAATTTATAGAGCATATTTACAATCTCATTTTGATGTGGTTGAATATCTTATTAAATCGGGAGCTCATATCGACAAACTTGACAGTAGATATTCTGATGAATTAATTTATTTACTATATCGCAATGGTGATCTAACAAACTCTATTAAATTAATGAATCATTTTGGATTAAACAATAATAATATCAAAAAAATATTGCTGAAAATCCAAGATAATCGCAATACGTTTATGAAAAAATTAAAATGTTATTATTGTGACATTGTTATTGTAACCCAAGTAACAACTTTAAAATGCAAATATAATGATATGTGACAATTTTATTAGTTCATGGGCTGCTACTAGTAACAATTATACTTGATATTCTCCCTCATTTCTCAATTTTTTCACAAAAAAATTGATCAAATTATTACTTGAAATGAGTATTTCAAACAAAACCAAATGAAAATACTTTGTCTACATGGATTCAGAAGTAATGGATCGTTGTTATATAAATCTATTAACAGTTTAGCGTCCAAATTAAAAAAACACAATATTTTGTTAGATTTTGTTGATTCTAAAACAAAACATCCAGAATCAAATAACGATATTGACTATAGGCAATGGTGGAACACAAGCAAAGAAGGATTATTTAATGAAAAAACATATGATACTTTATATGAATCTATCGAGCAAATATATGATATTTGTTCTAAAGATAATTATGATGGAATTATTGGTTATTCTCAAGGTTCCGTAATGGTTCAAATATTATTATATCTTATGATATATCCAGATTTATTTGAGGCAAAATACAAAAAGTTTAAATTCGATTTTAAATTCGCAATTTTAGCATCGACTTTCAAAATTACTGATACTAGTTTGATGCATTTGTATGAGAAAAAGTTAATTATACCAGTGTTAAATGTATACGGAAAAAATGATACTTTGGTTCCTTATACAGTTAGCAGAGAACTCGATAATATATCTGTCAATTGTAATAGTTTTTGTCACGACGGCAAACATTATATACCAACTACCAAAAACTTTTATGATTTTCTGATTCAATGGTTTAAAAGTGAAAAACTATTTAATTTTTAAGTTTTTACGATTTTAACAAATATTCCAATGAGAATTTTAATGATAAACATAATTAAACTTTATTTGTGGAAAAAGATAATTATCAAATGTTCATATTAAATAATTATTATTTAATTGTATTTTTAAAAAAATTGAACTTTTTATTGTTTGTCATATTGATATTAAAGTTATATAAATAAAATGTCTAATTTACTTGCAAATTTCTCCACATTTATTGAAACCATATCAAATGGTAAATTTGCTATGGTTGAGAAATTGTCCACAAAATACGATAGTGCTGATTTACCAAAAATTGGCATTTTTTCAGATGTCAATAGTGTCGCAAATCAAATTTATAATACTATAAAAAAACTGGATCCAATTGGAGATATATATCAAATTAATATATATCCGTATGGCAATAATAAAAATCTTTTTATTAGATTAGGTGATTGTCCAGAATATGATGGTGGCATCACAACTGTTCATTTATTTGGATTAAGTGAGGATCAATATAAACAAATATCTCAAATTATCACTAATAAATTAATAGATTATGAATTTTCATATGCTGAGGATAATGATTTTTTTTTATTTTCAGGCAATCAATAATATCTTTTAATTTACCAATATTTTTTTTTGCGAGTTTCCAAAATATGTTTATAACGTCCATTGTATTGTCTAAACATTGAATGTAATTGAACGGCTTTTTCGAGGTTACCTATTAACATCACACAATCCAACACAATAGTTTTATGATGATTGTCCAGAACATCAAAATTATATCCTTCAAGAAAAGAATATACAATATTTTGAGTAAATGGCAAACATTTAATATTATTTGACACTTCATCATGATAACTGATATTTGTTATAGACTTTAATTGTTTTTCTAACAATACTCTTTCAATGGTTTCATATGCATTGTTCAATATAGTTATTATATTGTGTAAAAAAGCTCCTTTTCTGTACATTGCTCTTTTTTTTTCAGAAACTTTTGGTTTATCATCAGAAATTTCTTCATTACAAAGAAGATAATCTTCATAAGAGAAATATGGAGCATATTTTCTTGAATTTTTATAAACATCACAACCTTTTGACAAAAAGAATTTAACTGTTTCTCTATTTCCGTAACAAAATACATTGTCTGATTGATCATCAAAATCTTTACGATCAAACACATCCTCTATTTGATCTATCCATTGAATTGAATCTCTCATTATGCATAAACACAAAATTTCTCCTTTCTTTGTTCTCTTGTTATTGCTGTTCTTAATAATGTATTGTGTCATCCAACAAACTTTTTCGATACTATTACGTTGATTTTCAAGACCATAAATCATATTTTTGATGCATGTTTCTGATTACATTAAATCAATTGCGGGCCTAATATACTTGTCATAATATTGCACAACAAATTTGAGAACAAGTATATCCTCAAAACAAGTTAGTTTATTGAAAACTTCGGTTAACAATTCTTCATATTTATCGTTTGGTAATGTTAATTTCAATGCAGTCAATTTATTTTTTACGTTTTCTTCATTTGTTTCTGTGAATGTTTTATACAAAATGTCCATCGTTTCGTTAAATTCTAGAGAATTTATAAGGTTATTTTCAAACTTTTAGAATATTCAGGAATTATACATTTCAATTTTTATTATTCAAATATAATTACAATATCTTTGCAAAAATTACATCTGTCATAAAATTTATTACGTCGCTGTATTATTTTTTTCATTGACACTTTAATTTCATCAATCGAACATCCGAATATATTTATCAATTCTTCAACTTTATCGAATTCATTATTATTGTACAAATATTCAATCAATTCGTCAGAATATTCCTTACTTATTTTGGTTATATCGGCTCCAATGGATAGTAAGTATCCTACCGCTTCTAGGTTACCTTCATATAATGCTTCTTCAATTAGAGAGCTATCAGATACATTTATATCTGCGCCATTGTCTACTAAACATTTGATAAATGCAGCATTACAAAAACGTGCCGCGTGTTTTATAGTTAAATTATCATCAACAGTTACATCTGCTCCTAAAGATATCAAATATTCTAACATGTCCAACCCACTTCTATATCGATCCGGAGTCCATACAATAGCTTTACTCTTCACAACACATGATCCTTGTGATATCAAATATTTAACTGTATCTAAATGACCATTACTCACAGCCATACATAACGCCTCATAATTTTTTGCTTTAACATCAGCTCCTTTTGATACTAAAAATTTAACTATATCAAGAAAACCTTCCTTTGCCGCCCAAATCATTGACTGACTATCTTTGAACTTAACATCTGCTCCAATTGATACACAATATTCTACTATTTCTAGTTCATTGTTTTGACAAGCAATATGAAGAGCATGATTTTTGTTACCACCGGCTGTAATTAATTTTTTCACTAATTCACAATCTTTGGATGTGATCGCTTTTTCTATTTCTCTGTTTATATCTGATTTATTTTTATTATTGTTACTCATTACTATTTCATAATTTCGTTTGTTTATGTATATTTTATCTATAAAAAATTGAAAAAACTATTTACTGAATTGCTCTTATATTTTGGAAATTGGTCCCAGTATAATTGTTGTACCCACAGTGAATACAATGCATATTTACAAAAAAATCAGTAACGCAGTTGAAGAAAATGATGTAAATAAAATAAAACATTTTCTTGAATTGATTGTTGACGAAGATATCATAAACTACGCCTTAGATCAAGCTGTTCTAAACGGCAAATTTGATATTGTCAAACTAATTTCTAAATATTGGATTAAAAATAATGCCTACTTTGATAGATTGAAAGAATCTATACTGTCCAACAATCGTGACTTATTTAGACAAGTGACGAATCATCACGATTTTGATAGCGACTTTCTATTAAAAAAATTTAATAAATTGTTTCATATGTCAACAGTCAACGGACACTTGGACGTTTCGAATTATCTGTATATGAACTTTATAAGATATCTGACATTAACCGATGAAATTGGAAGAGAATATCAATTGAGAACCATTGCAGCGTATAATCTCGGGTCATTAATAATAATGGCTGACAATGGTCACATTAATAAAATAAGAAATTTAGACAGAAAAACTATTGAGTACAATGAGTCAGTTTTTTTTGATTGTGCTGCTCGTAACAATGATTTGGATTTGATAAAATTCATTGTCAATGGTCGTTCTAGTTTAGAATATTGTATGACAGCAATAGAATTATATAAAAACGAAGTACTCGATGTTTTACTTCATTATTTTAAAGATAGAAGTGAAAAAATAACCAGAATTATTGTGAGTTATATGTGTATGGTTTTTAACACAATGGTCAATGACCGCTTTGTGAATCTAAAAATAAAAAAGAGAATGATAACTTGTCTTGTCAAAAATGGATTTTCTCCAACCACTATATTTACTATCATACAAACAAACCGTATTCTAAACGAGTATTCCAAAAGTATAATTCTCAGACATTTGATAACTCTAAACGTTGATGATCGCACTATTGTAAATATGTCTGTGGAATACGGAAATTATAAGGCTCTTAAAAAAATTATATTGAAAAATAAAGAGGCTGTGAAACTCATTGAATCATCTTCTATAACCATTGCTTCAAACCATAATCGATACTCGTCCATCAATTACTTATTATCTAAACATCCAAAAATTGTATTAGACTTAGTTGATCTTCATAAGTTAATGGAAAATGCAATTAGTACGGAACATAACAAAACAATATTCTTACTAATGAAAAATGGAATTGGCATGAAAAATGCTCGTTTGGCTTGTAGTTTATTTAGTGATGCTATTCAAAAAAGAGAATTTGGTATCGCGTCCAGAATAATAAGTGAAGCGCACCATCAAGAATGTGCGTTGGATCACAGTGATATTTATGTTTGTAAAAGATTTCGTCAAATACAAAAAAATGTCAGCACTTTTTGCAGACTTTTGAAAGATATTAATAATGTTACCATCATTACAAAAAATTGATTTATTTATTCTTTAAAAACTCATTACATTTTAAAACTGTTTTTCAATGAACAAATATTATGAAGCAGTAATAAAAAATGATTTAAGCGAAATTAAAAGTTTCCAAAAAAATATTGATACCAATAATATAATAATTTTTGCATCAAAAATGGGTAGACTTGAAATTGTGAAATACTTTATATCCATGAAAATTACGCGCTCTTCATCTCTGATCGATAATGCTTTAATATCGGCAGCTGAAAATGGTCATTTGAATATTGTCGAATTTTTTGTATTATATAATGCTAATATTTATGCGGATGATTATCGCGCCATTATTCTGGCCTGCCAAAACAATCATATTTCTGTGGTTAAATTTTTTATACGTAAGAGTGATGAATTAAATGATAACTGTTATGTATCATATGCATTAACAGCCGCATCACAATATAATCGTCTCGATATAGCAAAATTACTGATAGATAAATGCAAAAATGATAAAGATATTTTAAATCAAGCAATCATATATGCAGTCCAAAATAATCATATTGAAATAGTTGAGTTCTTAATTAAAAATGGTGCTGATGATTATGACCAAATGTTACAAAATGCGTCCTCATACGGCAATTTAAAAATAGTTGAGCTTTGTATAACGCAGTCAATATCCAAAGTCGATATTGATTGGGCGTTAATTCGAGCTTGTCAAAAAGATCATCTCCATGTTGTTAAATACTTAATTTCAATAGGTGCAAATAAAACTGCAAAAAATAACTTGCCTCTAATCAATGCCGCAAATAACAATAATTTGAATATAATTAAATATTTAATTGATAATGGTGTCAGTGCAATGGCTGAAAATAATATTGCCATTATAACTGCCGCGCGTCGTGGATACTATGACACTGTTGAATATTTGATATCGATGGGAGCAGCAATTGACTTTATAAATGATCACATGATCGATAAAATGATTGATGATAATTTCTTGGAACTTGCCGGATATATAATCGATCTGAATTGTAAGAAGAGAAAATTTAACAATACAAATAAAGAAACAGTAATAAAATTAATATCTTTATTGTACAATGAAGGTAAATTTGAATTGTCTTTAAAATTGTTGGACCACTTTGGTCATGATGATTATAATATGATTAAATCTTTGTTCAAGATACACGATTCTCGCAATATATTTAAAAATAATTTGAGATTTAATTATTGCGATGTTTGTTTACTGATCAAACATTAATTATAAACAAAATTTTATTGTCACGTCATGTGGATAAATCTGTACAGGAGTTATGAGATTGTATCGAGTTTCTATTATTGAAAAATTATATCGATTATCTTCGGAAAATACGTTATTGGAATCTGTCACAGACAGTATTTGGCAATCAACATAATTATCATACAACATATTTCCATATTTTTTTTCCAGTGCTCTCACAATTTCTCGTCTTGATAATTGTTTACCAGATTCTACAAAATCACATGTTAGTGAAAGTTCATACTTATATACATATTTTTTATTATTTGCATTTGAACTATCACAAAAATATATAGTAGTGTTGTTGATATTTACATTGTCATTTACCAAATAATATCCGAATAATATACTTTCTCCTTTTACTCCATTTATTGTACGAGTCTTTTTTCCAGTCTCAAAACCATTATTATCATCAAATAATTCTGGATAACTGTTCAAATGTCTCTTATCTATGTTACCTTCATAGATAAGACGGTTTACAGCTTTGTGTTTTGAAGGTTTTATGTGAATTGCTTTCAAATAAGCTTTTGCATATTCATACAACACTGTCAAAGTATGTCGTCTTGTCAGAACTTTTTCATCATATGAATCAATGTGCACTTTGCTGTATTCTTTGTGGTTTTTTACAGTGTCATCCAGAAAACGCATTATTTTGTGTTCTATTTGTAAGTAATTTATTGGAGTGTAATATACTGAAATCTCGTTTCCTAAAAAAGTAATGTGAATTTGAACCAACATATTGTTTTGTGGTTTTTCTGGCAATTTGAATCAAAATTATGGATTATACAATGCAATATTTTATTCAATTTTTTCACATCATATCTGTTATTAATTTTAGACAATTGATATGTTATTAAAAACCTATCCATCTCTGCAATCAAAAGCCATAAAAAAACTGATTTTTTATTGCTCATTAAAGTATGTTTTAAAGATCTTTACTAATAAATGCCATTGTGTGGTGACATATATAATATTATAGCTAACTATTTACCATTTCAAGATTCAATAAAACTACAAAATTTGAGTAAAAATTTATTTGAATTTAGACCCGAACATTTTGTTTTTCATAAATTAAATACCACATTTTTGGAAAGATATTTTGACTCAATAGTCAAATTGGAAATTGTTAAAATGAACAAATGTAATAATTATGCAAACGATAATATAAATGATGAGTTGATTTCCAAATTTAAAAATTTAAAATATGTTACATTACCCGGTAATAGAAATATAACTGATAATGGATTGATACATTTGAAAAACATTCATATCTTAGTTCTGAATTCAAACAAAAATATTACGGATAATGGATTGATATATTTAAAAGGTATCCATACTTTGGAATTAAATGGCAACGACACAATAACAGACAATGGTATAGTGCATTTGACTCGCATTCATACTTTAGGTTTATGTGCAAATGAATACATTACGGATAATGGATTAATACATTTAAAGGGCATTCATACATTAGACTTGAGTTTCAATAATAATATAACAGACAATGGTTTAACACATTTAAAAGGCATTCATACTTTATATTTAAAACTAAATACCAATATAACAGATGATGGATTATCACATTTGAATGGTATTCACACTTTAAACTTGAATTATAATGGGAATATGACGGATAATGGATTAGTACATTTAAAAGGTATTCATACTTTAAACTTGAATTACAATGAGAATATAACAGACAATGGATTAATTCATTTAATTGGTATTAGTACTTTAGAATTGAGTTGTAATAAGAATATAACAGATAATGGATTAGTGTATTTAAAGGATATCAATAAATTAGATTTATTTAGTAACACAAATATAACACAAAATGGATTGAAATACATAAAAAACTGTAAATTTATTAATCATAAGTTTAGGTATTATAATTCAATAGTTGAATCATAATTTGTCAAAAAAAATTTCAATTGTTTATAAAACTATGAATCATCTAATTGTTTCACTTTTTTAAGATTCTTAAGTTTCCGCGAGTTTTCAATAAAAACTCCTAGAAAAATTATTGCGAAATAGAATAAAAAGAAATCTCTGCATCATCAAGGATTCAGTACAATAAGTATTTTCAATATATTTATTGTAAACATTTCTCGGAAATTTTTATATGACATATCCTTTCTAAAATAATGTCTAATCATACAACTGTTTCACTTTTAACGAATTTCTTCAGGAGAAAAACTGGAGAAAAACTCCAGAAAACTCCAGAAAACTCCAGAAAAACTCCAGAATTTCATACCCTTATTTACAAAAAAACTCCAGAAAAACTCCAGAAAAACTCCAGAAAAACTCCAGAATATCCGAATTCTTCTTATTGCATCACTTTATCCTACCAAAAAAGTCTTATGAAAATATACTCAAAAATTTTTATATATTTTCTCCTTTCCAAAAATAACATCAAAATTATCCAACTATTTCACCGGATTTTTCTGGCAAAAAAACTCAAAAATGTTGTCTATATGATATCGGTAACTAAAATAAGATATATTACAAGATTTATAATAATTTATTTTTTTTTGTTATTTATCAGGAATCTCTGAAATCATCTATCTGTATTACTTTTACCTACCAATAATACTTTTAAAAAAGCCCTTAAAAAAGCCCTTAAAAAAGCCCCTAAAAAGCCCTTAAAAAGTCTTTGGAAATATTGAGTTATTAGTATGATGAACATTTTGATACGTTTGATAAAGAGAAGTACTTGGATGAGTGATTTATTATTTCTGGAACAACGTCTAAATTATCTAATTTGTTCCACTTTTAATGAAGTTTTTCTCCAAAAAAACTGGATTCATCTTACTATATCACTTTGCCCTATCTAAAAAGTAACCAAAAATCCCTAAAACGCCATTAATAAGTCTGCAGAAATATTGAGTTTTTAGTATGATAATCATTTTAACACAAATATCAAAGAGGAATATTAATTATAAACATTTCTCAAAAATTATATGATTTATACTTTCTAAAATAGCGTCTAAATTATCTAGCTATTTCACTATTACTGGATTCTCTCGGAATAAAATTCCAGAAAATCCAAATTCGTCTTACTGTATCACTTTATCTTATCAAAAAAGCCCCCTAAAAAGGGCCCCTAAAAAGCCCCTAAAAAGCCCGTATTTTGCATGCTTGTTCACAAAAAAAAGGGCCCTTAAAAGCCCCTAAAAAAGTCTTTGGAAATATTGAGCTCTTAGTGTGATGAACATTTTAATACATTTGATAAAATCCTCAAAAAATTTCATTAAAAAATTTTCTTCTTCCCAAAATAACGTCTAAATCATCTAACTGTTTCACTTTTACTAGAGTATCTTAGGAGAAAACTCCAGAAAAACTCCAGAAAAACTCCAGAAAAACTCCAGAAAATATATAAAGAATATATGTCAATAATATATATATGAAATTTTGTTGCGAGCATTGTGAGTATGACACTGATGATCACAGCAGTTGGAACAAGCATATAAGAACGAAAAAGCATTACAGCATAGTAAACAAAAAAAATATAAATGATGCTGTCACTCTATTACAAAAAGAAATAGAATATTTAAAAGATAAAAACAATATTTTGGAAACTCAATCACAAAATACCATAAAATTATTAAATCAACAAATAGAATATTTAAAAAAAGAGTTAGATGAGGCGAAATCACAACTCAATAGCCAATATAAAAAACAGGTTGATATGTTGACGGAAGAGAACACTTATAAAAGAGAGATCATTAATCAAGCCGGCAATATTGTTCAAAACTCAATGAGCACTCTCAGTTTCGTTATAAAAAACTACCCCAATGCTCCCCCTTTGGAAAAAATCTCAAACTATGATTCAATTTTTACCAATAAACAGACTTTTATAAAGGAGCTGGCACATCATAATCGAAAAAAATCTGTTGATGAGTATCTCGGTAAAATAATAGTTGGAGTTTACAAAAAAAATGATCCCAAAATTCAATCTTTATGGTCATCTGACGTATCCAGACAAAATTATGTTATTAAGGACTTTAAAAATAACAAAATTGTTAAGGAAAATAACTTGAGTAAGTGGATTAACGATAAAAATGGTGTCAAGTTAAAGAAAACTATTATTAAACCTTTTCTCGAACAGGTAAAATCCATCGGAAATCAATATATTAAAGAAAATCGATTTGACAATAACGATAATGATTCCGAGAACGACTCAAATGATGATTCAGATGATATTCAGGATAGATTAGAAACAATGATGCAGATCGGTGATATTAATAATAATATTAATAACAAAACTTTGGAAAAAGATATATGTAAACTAATAGCCCCTTATTTTCAACCCCACAAGTAATTTCTATCTATATAATACTATCTAGCTTATTACTTTTAATATCGGATCATTGTTACTTATTACTTTTGTAATATTAATATTATAAATATATTGAATGCTCTAGCTTATTACTTTTGGGAATGAAAGTAATAAGCTAGATAATTCAATATATTGACAAATATAAAACACTCTAGCTTGTGACTTTTACAAAATGGAAAGAATAACAGCTAGAACATTGTATATTTGATTTTATACAAACACTCTAGCTTATTACTTTACGAAATGAAAAGAATAACAGCTAGAACATTGTATATTTGTTTTTATATAAACACTCTAGCTGTTATTCTTTCCATTTTACTATTTAGTAGCTTATTACCATCTAAATTATGGTTATATTCATCTAACTAAACAATTATTATTAAAACTATCTAATTGAAAATTCTAACACACAAATTTTTGTGTGTGGAAATTTTTAAAACCTTTAATAAACAATAAAAATTGCAGTATCTACAGTAAAATATGATTTTTCATAATACTCTAGCTTATTACTTTTTAATTATATGAGGAGATAAGGAAGAGCATTTTATTTATTCGTTTTTATAATTCTCTCTTCCTGTTATACTTTTTATGTTCAGATATGAGGCTTATACATTTTTTATAAATATATTTGAATCATCTAGCTAATTACTTTCGGACATTCAAAGTAACACAGCTAGAACACTCAATTTTATTAATTACTTAAATTGTCAGTTCATATAATATCGTTTTTTATATTCTATCTAGCTTATTACTTTGTATATCTCAAAAGATAACAGCTAGAACATTCAATATAATGACAAATATATATCTATCTAGCTTTTCACTTTCGGGAAATAAAAAGAATAACAGCTAGAACATTCAATATAATGACAAATATAAATCTATCTAGCTTTTCACTTTTTGGAATACAAAGGATAACAGCTAGATGATTGTATATCTGCTATATATAAAACACTCTAGTTGTTGTCCTTTATATTTCTCCATATATTGGCTTATTACTTTCTAAACCGTCTGAATATTCATTTTACTGAACAATTATTATTAAAACCATCTAATTGAAAATTCTAACACACAAATTTTTGTGTGTGGAAATTTTTAAAACCTTTAATAAATAATAAAAATTGCATTATCCACAGTAAAATATGATTTTTTATTATATTCTACCTTATTACTTCTAACTTTTATTAGGAGATAAGGAAGAGCATTTATATTTATCCTAATATAAGATTATTCTAGCTGTTTACTTTTATAGTCAAAGGATTACAGCTAGATAATTATATATTTGACACATATACGAACACTCTAGATTATCTCTTTGGAGAAATCAAAAGTATAACAACTAGATCATTATATATTTGACAACATATACGAACACTCTAGCTTATCTCTTTGGAGAAATCAAAAGTATAACAACTAGATCATTATATATTTGACACATATACAAATACTCTAGCTGTTATATTTATGGTTTATCTATCAAAGTGGATTATATTTTTCTAAATTATCGAATATATTCATTTTACAGAACAATTCTCATTAAAACCATCTAATTAAAAATTCCAACACACAAATTTTTAAAACTCTTAATAAATAATAAAAATTACAGTTTAAAGTAGTAAATATTATTTCCCGTAACAATCTACCTTATTACTTTACATTTTTATTAGGAGAAAAGGAAGAGTATTTAATTTTTCCATATATTATAATATTTCTTACTGTTCGCTTTTAAATAACCAAAGGATATCAACTAGAGTATTCAATTGTATGAATTATTTAAATTACCAATTAAAAATATTCTATCTAGCTTATTGCTTTTGAGAACTTAAAAGACAACAGCTAGAACATTACATATATGCCGCATATAAGAACAATCTAGCTTATTACTCTTTGAGAAGCAGAAAGATAACAGCTAGAGTATTGCATATTTGACATATATAAAAACATTATGACTTATAGTTTTTTATATTAAATTAGGCTGCTCATTTCAATCCAAATCATATCAATATTCATCTGATTGAACAGTCATTGTTAGAGCCATTTAATTGAAAATTCTAACACACAAATTTTTAAAACTCTTAATTAACAATAAAATTTCCAGTTTGGAGTAGTAAATTTGATTTTTTCTATAATATTCTACCTTATTACTTTTCATTTTTATGCGGAGATAAGGAAGAGTATTTAGATTATCCGTAAATTATAATATATCTTACTGTTATACTTTTTACGAACAAATATAATGTATACATCGTTTTGATGTATTTTTTATCAAATAATCTAGTTGTTTACTTTTTGATAACTAAAGTATAACATCTAAAGCATCCAATTATATGAATCATTTAAATTGCCAATTGAAAATATCGTATATATATATTCTATCTAGCTTATTACTTTAGTAAATGAAAAGTAAATGAAAAGTAAACAGCTAGATAATTCGTTACGTCAGTAAATATAAAATACTCTAGCTGTTTACTTTTATTAATTTTATTTATCTGCTTATTACCATCTAAATTATGATTATATTCATATGATATAACAATTATTATTAAAAACATTTTATTGAAAATTCTAACACACAAATTTTTAAAACCTTTAATAAACAATGAAATAGTAAAATTGCTTTTTATAACATTCTACCTTATTACTTTTTTATTTCGTTGGGGATAAAGAAGAGTATTTAGATTGCCAATTGATTGTTGTATTTTATATGGACATTTATTTTGGTACAATAAAAAGAATAACAACTAAAACATTCAATAAAATGATAAATATGTATCATTTTATTATTTACTCTTAGAAAACCAAAAGCGATAAGCTAGAATGAATATTATAAATTTACCATATGATTTATCATTTTTAATTGAATAATTGTAAACAATCTAGTTGTTTATTTTAGACGAAAAAAAGTATGTCTATTGTATGATCAATATAATTAAATTGTAATATTCGGAAGAGTAGAAATATAATAATACTCACGTTTGTATGTCGAAAAGTAATAAGCCGAACAAAATATATTATTGTCATTAAATTACTTTTTAGTAAACAAATGACAATATTTACAATTTTTTATTTGTTTATGGTATTGTGGATAGGTTAATATTTTTTTAATATGTAGAACAAATTTTTTCGTAAATCAATAATACTGAAATCAGACAGAATATCAATATTATTCTCAAGTATTTTATTGCAATGAATAGTATCCATTTTAATTACCATTTTTCTTCTTTCAATAATATTATTATTGTGAAATTTGAGCATATATGCAGATTCACTATTTACTAAAATCTGCATTATAGTAAGAAAATCAATTTTTTAGAATAAAAAAAGAAGCTAATAATATCGCGTATATACTTTATCTCGCATTTCGTTATATTCATCATCACTTAAAACGTGACGACTGTTAGAACGAGCCAGTGCTAAAAGAGATTTATCATCATAGGATTTAATGCTAGCGAGCCAGTTACCAAGTTGATGACAATGGCCCTCGTGACAAACAGCTCCATTGTTCAAAATTATGCAAGGAGAAGGATTTGGAAAGGAGTAACGTATATTATACACATGTAGAGCCTCAATTAAAGCATCATCAGCATACTGTCTATTAATAACTCTCGTTGTGTGATAAGATTTATGCTCTTCAGCAGTTAATCCAGAACACTCACAAGGATTCCATTTAAGATGCATTTGATGAGCAAGATCTTTAGGATGAGGCATATAATTTCTACAAACTGTACGTACGGGGCGCCATCTTTTTGGGGATGGGGATCTACTTCTGCTTCTGCTTCTGCTTCTACTTCTACTCCTTCTTCTAGATCTACTAGGACTTCTACTTCTTCTATAAGATCGAGAAGGACTCTTTGATCTCGATCTTGACCTGGATCTAGATCTTCTGGATCTTAATCTTCTTCTTCTAATTGGTGATGAGGGTGGATGCGGTGGAGGGGGTAAATTGGATGTAGAGGATGGTGATACATAATTAATATTGATAGTAATGTTTACAGAGTCAGAATGTTTTTGAGTGGCGATAAGAGTCCACATTCGCATTCACAATAATGTGTGGCCATTTTTAAATTATGTACGCTCTGAGCAATTGATGGTAAAGTAAAAAATGACCCTAAGCAGCCACTATACTAAACCATCGTGTCAAGCGAATATTCGATACATAATTTTGTGATGCGTTCGAAATCAGATTCAAAATTCTTGTTGTTAAATATTTTCATATTACGGGGACTGCGCGATGAGCTAATACAGCTTCAAAACGTGTCTACCAGATAAGAAGGATCGTGCCAAGATCCTTACTATCCAACTCCAAAGAGTTCGTCCGACAGAATGCTTGCACTCTGAGGTAACAAAAGAAAATAAGAATCCCATTTCTAACCTCCGACTGTTATTAACAGAGGCTACTCCAGTTAAATTAGGTACTGGCTTTCAAAAAGATCATTTATACTGCAATCCTAACATTACAGTTGTTTTCTAAGCGAACATATGAAATACGACACATAGGGATAAGGGAAAAATCTGCTAGACATTCATAGAGTCCACAGGTCCAATATCTTACTATGAATACAAATATTTCAAATATCTTTCAAAGAAAACGGGCAAGACTGATAAACGGAATATATCTTGCACATAAACTGCTAAATTAATGAGCATTTCAGAATATTGGAAATTTCAACTTTTTTTGGCTTTTAAAGTTAGATATTTTGATTTATATTTTTGATACTTTTCAAAATATCCAGCAGCTTTTTGCTTTTTAGGCATAACTTCATCTGTTCTATCAAATGACCTTTTTGGTGTATCAAATTCAGTGCAACTTTTTACAGAAATCGCATTTCGCAAGCTTTTTGATGATTTGTATGATTTATATAAACATTCAAATATTATTAACGTTTGATTGGAATCACCATATTTGTAAATATTAGCATTAGGAGGTATAATAATTTTTCCGGGAGCTAATGTTAGTTCATATTGAGTATTTTTTGAATATATATCATTATGGACAAAATACAGTTCATCTTTCGGAATTTTAATTATGAAAACCATGGGATCCTCCAATATGTTACCTTTCACCCAATCAAAAGAGAACTGAAATTTAAATGATGTTGATATAAGTGTCAATGTGTTTATAACATATTTCTGATTACTATTTAACTTTTCTTTTATATTTTTTATGTTTATCATACGATTGCCCGAAAATCCTTTAAAAACGTAAAAATCACCTGTGGCTTTAGGAGAGTTTATTTTTAAAAAGTCGTAGAGTTCAATAATGTCATTCCAATTTCCACTGGAGACACAGGGTTGATTTTTGTCATTGAAACTGTAATCTAATTTGTAATTATAATTTCTTACTCTATTTGAATAATTTATGAATGATAGACTCGTATCAGTGGGATCTTTCGGATATGTTACATCGAAGAGATATTTTATAGTATTGTTATCTAAAGTATTAATGTGATATTTATTGAAGATTGGTTTGTTTAAATCCATTGTTGCGTATTGACTTTTATCCTCAAGAGAAACTTTTTTTGCTTGATTGGCAGAATTTAAATAAAAATATTTTCCATCAATATCCTCAAATTTATGGCAATTATCAAAATCCTTTACTGAAAAAATAGTGTAATTATCTTTATCATTATTGTATTCCATATAATCATCTCTGCTCATTAATTCAGTTTTAAAATCATCATCAAAGTTCAGAGATTTGTAGGTAACGAGTGAACAGTTTTCGGTGCCAACATATTTCCCGGTCTTGTTTGAAAAATCATAGAGTTCATTTATCGTATATGACATGTATATTAAAAAGTCATATAATAAAAACTGACAATCGGATATTTTAAGGTATGAAAATATAGAGAATATAGTTTCAAGAAAATAATACAAAAGTAATGCAATCTCATTGACATAACTTAATTAAAAGAAGTTTTGTTATGTATATGAAGAATAAAATGAATTTTGACATAAATATGACAATGTATAGTCATTTAAAGTAATAAAATATTTTAAACGAAAACTAAACAGTTAAAAATAATGATGATTGTAATATCTGAAGTGAACAAATTAGATCACAAAATAAACATGATCCAAAAGACGAAAATTAATATTGGATAACTATTATTCCAAAACAGGTACCTTTTTGTATATCACTCACTAAAAATTACGAGTTTTCGTAAAATATAAAAAGAATATAAACAGGACAATATATACGAAAAAATAAATAAAAATTACGAAAAAATAAATAAAAATTACGAAAAATTAAATAAAAAATTACGAAAAATTAAATAAAAATTATTTACAAAATTATAAAAATTGAATAATTCATACTTAATAAATAAAGAATCTAGTATATATACCACAAAAATATGAATTACAATTGTAAAATCTGTAATTTTTCAACAGAAAAACCAAGCACTTGGTATTCTCATCTAAAATCAAAGAAACACATATTAATTAAAGAACATAAAAATATAACCAAAGAAAATGTTGAATCTGTTCCAGATAGAGAATTATTAAAAAAAGAAATTGAATCTCTAAAAAAAGAACTTGAGTACAAAGATAAATTGATAGAAGAAAAACATAAATTAATAGAAGAAAAAGATAAATTAATAGAGGAGAAAGAGAATAAGTACACTAAAATAATAGAAATAATGAACAAAGAACATGAGAAACAAATTGATATGTTATCTGGTAACGACAAATTCCATAGAGGAATAATAAATGAGGCTGGAGGTTTGATAAAAGATGCAATGAGATCAGTAAGTTTTGTGGTAGCGAATTACAAAAATGCACCGACATTAGTTAAGAGTGATTATGATGATTTGAGAACGGATGAGAAATTTATAGACGAATTGATATATTGCAACAAAAAAAACATAATTGATAAGAAATTAGGAAATATAATTATTGAGAAACACAAGAAAAAAGATCCGTCACAACAATCTTTTTGGTCAACAGATACTTCCCGATTAAATTACATTGTCAAATCCAACAATGAAATTGATGATAAAAAAAAGTCAAAAACAATCATAAAAAAAGGAAACGATAGTGAATGGATTAGAGACAAAGGAGGTGTCAAAATAACACAATTGATAATTGATCCGCTTTTAAACAACGTAAAAAAAATAAATAACGAACATATAAACAACAGTAATAAGCAAATACAGAATGGAGATATGGATATAGATCAACAACAACCAATAGTTAACAAGATGTTACAATTAAATGAAATAAATGTAAAAATAGCAAATGATTCGTTAGCCAAAGATATAAATAGGTTTATATCTCCACATTTTAGTTTATAATATTGTAGAAAATAATATGTTAATTAACAATTAGAGTATTTGCACGTAAACGCTCGAATAATGAACGTACAATGCTCGTTGCTTCAACAGAATGATATTTTGATCTCACAGATTTCAGAATGGTTTCAATTTTAATCAGAAGATCATCCAATTGTTCCATTTTAGTAAATGTGTTGAATAATTTAAATGCTTCATCAAGTTCTTTCTTGTGACCTTCCTTCTCTTTTTTACTCCTATTGCCAAGTAAAGCAAACACATTGTAAATTTGTTCACGCAATTCATTTAAATCTTTTTGAGTTATATTATAGCGAGGATAATTCATTAATACGTATATAATCGTATATAATCGTATATAATCGTACATCTTTAAGCCAAAAAAATGAAAAATTAAAAAATTAATTAATATTTAATCATTCTAAAACATTAATAAATGATATTGAACGCGAGAGGAACGAAAATCGAGGTAAAAGATGATTCCGCAATAGTAATGTTATCAAAAGTGTTAAGGACTGTAACATTCTGGTTTTTTACATTGTTCTATTAATTTGTTATATAACTTCATTGTAAGTGACAATAAATATGTTTCTTTAAATGAATATAAAAATGCCGAATGATTGTATATCGGACACTCAGATGAAAAATTGAACAAATTTCTGTCGAACATACATTTATGGAATATCATATTCACATGTTGATTTGTAGTGATATATATAATATAATAGCTAACTATTTACCAATACAAGATTCCATGAAACTACAATATCTGTGTAAAAATTTATTTGAGTTAAAAATGGAACATTATATTTTTGGAAAATACAATATTAGATTTTTGGAGAAACATCTTGAATCAATAGTCAGATTGGAAATTTTTGATAAAAGAAAAATTTATTTTTTAAACGATCAAATAAACGACAAAGTAATATCAAAGTTTAGAAAATTAAAATACGTCATATTGTTAGGTAATTCAAATATAACGGATAATGGATTAATACATTTGAAAGGTATACATACCTTAAAAATAAAAAACAATACAAAAATAACTGATAATGGATTAGAATATATAAAAGGTGTTCATATTTTAGAATTAAATTCCAATGACAATATGACAGACAATGGATTAGTGCATTTGAAGGGCATTCATACTCTTAAACTAAACTATAGTATAAACATAACTGATAATGGATTAGCGCATTTAAAAGGCATTCATACTTTGAAATTAGGTTTGGACAGAAATATAACAGATGATTGATTACTACATTCAAATGACATTCATGCTTTTAATTTACGTTTTAATGCAAAAATAACGGATAACGGATTAGTACATTTAAAGGGTATTCACACTCTTCACATATACCATGGTATAAACATAACAAATAATGGTTTAGTACATTTAAAAGGTATTCATGCTTTACGTTTGGAATTGAACACACGTATAACAGATGATGGATTAATTCATTTGAATGGAATTAGTGTTTTAATTATGTGTTTGAATCGACATATAACAGATAATGGATTAAAACATTTAAAAGATATTCGTACTTTAAAATTATGTTATAACAATAAAATAACAGATGATGGATTAAAATATTTGAAAAGTATTCGTACTCTAGATTTATGTTTTAATGAAAATATAACTGACGAAGGTTTAAAACATTTGAAGGATATTAGTGTTTTAAACTTGTACCGTAACGCCAATATAACGAACATTGGATTAATGCACATAAAAGGTTGTAAATTTACCAATAACATACTGAATTATAGATTGAAAAATGTTGAATAATTATCTCTTTTAAAAAATCTGTAAATTCAACGATAATATTTGATAAACATAGCTTTTATTTATAACCTAAAATAACAAGTATTGCGATAAAACTACATATTATGCCTCCAGCAAAAAACGAAAATCCGCACAATCTGGCTTCCCTGCGAATCTGTTCACTTCTATGTGTATTGTCATCGGTATCATTATCGACCGGTTGGCTTGAATTATTAACCGCCTGATTAACATAACTATTTACCAAATCATTAATTTTATTTACCAGTTGACTCGCGTCTGATTGATTTGTTTGTTTGGTATTATTGTTGTCAACTAATTGGTTTTCTGTTGGTTGAGTAACATTATTATTTTGGATGAATTCGTCGAAATTAATATCAGAATTATTCGTTTTAGATCTATTTTTTTCTAAAATTTCTTTTATATTATCCAACATACTTTGTCTGGCAATTTGTAAATTATTATTTGGTATATCAATTACTGTATTATTGGATTTATCATCATTATTTGAATTTTGTTGATTGTCAAGCATATTATCTTTATCTCAAAATTACAATAAATCATTTTGAGGATAATATTTTCAATTTTTATCAATATATTAGTTTATTTGTAAAGTATAAATAAATGAGTATTAATTAATATCAGAATTGGTGTATAAATATGAATTGATTTGGATTAACTAAATATTTTGTGTCAATCAGTCGACCAAGACATTTACTAAAATTATAAGGATCATACTTTTCTTTTAAAAATTTATAGGTTTTTCTGGTGACCTTCCAGAGATTATTGGATTCTAAATTAGAAATATAAGTATGTACTATATATTCATCTCCATAATAATGAATTATATCAAAACATAATTCATTATGACACTGACACATATCTATTGCGTCAGATATCAAAAAACGACAATCCACATAACAAATTTTTTTTTGTGGAAAAATTTTTTGTAGAATATCAATAATGTCATTAAGAGTTTGAACAATTCTACAACTTATAAAATATTTACCAATAATCTTTTTAAAGTCAAAAAATTATCATACAAATCTTTTTTTTCATCTTCAGACAAAATATCACACACATTTTCATATAATTTTATGTTATTTTTAATAATTTTTACTGGTATAGACCAAATGTAGTAATTCTCATTCGATTGACGATGATAATGACGATGATAATGCCAATTAATACAATTGATTTCTTTGTCATTTAATTTTTCGTCAAAATTAATATCAGGGTTTCTGTATGACATCTCAGATTTGACAAATAATTCACGAGACTCACATATTTTTAGTTTAATAGCTTTTATTTTTTCTGAAATATCCTTATCCAACAAAGTTTTTATTATGTCTTTTTTATTATTCTTAACAATTTCTTCAAAAGTATATCTGGGAAGATTTTCATACCATAGCCAAATATTAGAAATATTAATACGATAAATATTGTGTTTGAATCTAGATGACGTCAAATATTTTGACACATCTGAATCTCCGATAACTATACTTTTTTTGTGTGTAAGATATAATATAAAATCTTTAATGTATTCAACAAATCCTTCGCACGTTTCTAGAGAATCCAAAGTATAGCCAAAATTTTCTTGTGCAAATTTACCACTAGAAAATACATCATAATATTCGGCATCCAAAGAGATGAGAATAAACGGATAAATCTTTAAGATTTTTAAAATGTCTCCAGATTCAGAATATAGATGAACATCGATTGTACCATGTTGTAATTTTGTATTAGTTTGGCATTTTTCAAATAAATCAATAAGATAATCGTTCATTTGTCATATCAAATACAATAATTAATTTATTAGCTAATTACAAAATCAATATTTTTTACAGTAACAAATAAAAAATTGATAATAAAATTTATAAATTGCTCTATTGTTTATTATTTATGTCAAGATGGATTTACGAGAATTAATCACAAACAGTAGTTTTGATGAAATAAAAAAACTTATATCCAATACAAATGAAGAAGAAATAAATAAGATTTTAAATATTGCTTGTGGAATGGGCAATATGGGTTTGGTCGAATACTTGTTTGAACACAAAGATCATCTGATAAATAGAAATCATCAAGACTTGCCCACTGGATATGCATTGGGCGAAGGTAAATTAGATGTTCTCGAATATTTGGTTAGTAAAGGTTTTGATTTAAAAGTATACGACGTGATTTCAGTTTTAAGAGTGTTAGAGAAAGGACATTTGGAGGTAGCAAAATATATGCTATTCGCATTGGATATTAGTGTGAAAGATTTATGTTCACGAACTAATGCTTTGAACAGAATAATAGAAGTAGGACACACAGATATAGTAAAATATTTATTGGATAATGGAGCAGATATAAATTACGATCGAATGGATGAAACTCCCCATGCTTGTTCTACTCCATTGGCAAAAGCGTGTGTTGAAGGAGATCTTAAGATTGTAAAGCTACTATTGTCCTATGGTGCAGATATTCGTATAAAAAATAACATTGTAATGTCATATGCTTTAAAATACGGACATATCGATATTGTTGAATGTTTGGCAGAAGCAGGAGCGAAGACTAGTTTTTATAAAAAACATTATGATATGGTTTCTAACCATTCAATAATAATAAACAAATTATTTGAAAAACATAGTTTTGATGCTTTGAGTAATATTATTGATGATATCGATGATGAATGTATAAAGAAAACTATTACTAAAATAAAATTAAACAGACAAAGGTTTTTTGTTAATTTGAGGAATATAAATAATGTGTCAATCATTACTTACTAATAAAAATTGAAAAATGTTTTTTTTATTAAAATGTTAAATAATATGACAAACATATATGAGTTTAAGAGACTTGATCATAAATGGTGATTTAGAAGGAGTAAAAAAATTTGTTTCAGAAAACAATATAAACAAAAATTATGCAATTCAATTAGCATCATCATTTGGACATTTGGACATAGTAAAATATTTCATTTCAATAGAGGCAGATATAAGTTCAGAAAAATATTATCCTGTCCGTACAGCTTCATCAAATGGACATTTAAATATTCTAAAACATTTTGTTTCCTTAGGTGCTGATATACGTATATGTGATGATTATGCAGTTCGTTGGTCAGCTGAAAGAGGACATTTAGAAGTTGTAAAATATTTAGTTTCCTTAGGAGCAAACATAAAAGCTTTCGATGATTACGCGATATATTGGTCATCATCGAATGAACAATTTGATGTTGTCATATACTTAATTAAAGTAGGTGCTGGTATTAAAAGAATTTGCAAAAGGAATGTCAATAAGCTCTTTTATTATTGTCTTTCAAAATCAGAGTTTGACGTATTAGCAATGTTATTGGATTATTGGAAGATAGATGATGAAAATTTTGGAAAAAGAATAATAAAAATTAAAAATAATAGAAACAACTTTTTTATTAATCTTAAGAAAATGAATAATGTCACAATAATAACAAAAAATTGAAAGTATTATTTATTATACAAAACATTAAAAATTGGATATTATTTCAATGTGGATTTAGAAACGTCAATAAAAAATAGAAATTTGGAAAGAGTAAAATATTTTATTAATGGCCGTAATAATGATAAGAAAAAAAGAAGAAAATATAATAATTATGTCAAATTAGCCATACCTTATATATTAGAAATACCAATGAACTGATTCAATATTTATTTTCAAAATCAAGATTTGATAGTTTAATAAAACTTGCGAGAAAGTTGACAATAAATGATAAAAATATAAGAGATACTATTTTAAAAATAAAAAAGAACAGAGAAATGTTTTTTGTTAATTTGAGAAAGACAAATGACACAAGATTGACCATTTTAAAATTTTTATTTAATAGTAATTATTCGTCAGAAAATTGATAAATAAATGGAAAATGGTATATTAAAATAAAAGCAAAAGTATTTTATGTATACAGCAGTACACAAATTAGTGGGCCATTACGAGTCTTCCATTATCACAATCGATGATACAAATGATCAATATTCCATAATTAAAGCTTCAAAAAATGGTGATTTAGAAAGTGTGAAACATTTAGTTTCAATTAAAAAACATGTTGGTTTTGCCATTCATGGTGCTATATGTTTAGCATCAAAATATGGACATGTTGATATTGTCAAATATTTAGTTCCGGCAACAAATAATGCTGACATTTTAATACCAGATTTTCTAGATATAGCGATAAAATATGGACATTTAGAAGTAGTGAAATATTTCGTTTCTTTTGGAAAAGATATATATGCTCATGATAATGTGATGATTGCGGCATGCAAATTTGGACATTTAGATATCGTAAAATATTTAGTATCATTAGGTTTGAGTATTCACATTCGTGATGATGTTCCAATCTATTGGGCCTCCAAGATGGAGCATTTGGAATTGGTTAAATATTTAATATCAAAAGGAGCCAATATAAAAAGAATATATGGTGCTCGTGTTCATATACCTTATTTGATAAAACACTTTTTTGTGGAATCAGAATTTGACATACTTATTAAATTTTTAGATAAGTCAATGATAAAAGACAAAGATATCAAAGAAACAATTATTAAGATAAAAAATAAGAGAGAAATTTTTTTCGTTAATTTAAGAAAAATAAATGACACAATGATAATAACAGAAAACTAGAGACCTAAACGTTTTTTATCTTCTTCAGTCAAATCATCGTATAAATTTTCATTTATTTGTTGATCACAAATATTTCGAGTATTTTGTCAATTACAGTATCGAATTGACAGATTACGATATTATTATCAAACATTAAAGTAATTCTAAATTATATTAACTATCAATATAAACAAAATTTCATTTTTTTTATGAGACTCTGAGTTATTTTGCGACATTGACAGAAAACGATTGTCTATAGTGAAAGATTCTAATAAATACTCTTTGGTATCTTTTTCATAACCATTATCTGTTTTTATTATTCGAGGTAATACAATTGAATAATTTATAATTTCATTTTTTTTAGCTAATAACAACAAAAAATTGATTATATATTGATTTAATTAAAATATAGATTATAAAAAAAGCAATATATGTATCAAGATAATAATTTGTACAATGCTGTTAAAAATAATGATCTCAATGCCGTAAAGAATATCACTAAAATTGAGAAGTCACCCTCTTCATTATCATTTGCAACTTGTTTGGCGGCAAGAGATGGACATTTAGAAATAGTAAAATATTTGGTTTCTATAGGAGCCAAAATACAATATGGTGATGACAATGCAATTGGTTCAGCTTCCAAAAATGGACATTTAGAAATGGTAAAATATTTGGTTTCTGTTGGAGGAGACATAAATTATAAACATTGTAATCCACTATGTATCGCATCAGAAAACGGACATTTGGAAATAGTTAAATATTTGATTTCTTTAAAAGCAGATATAAATGAAAAGTTGTATGGCAGATGTCCGATGGTTTTGGCATCAGGAAATGGACATTTAGAAATTTTACAACATTTGGTCGCAGCGGGAGCAGATGTTAGGAAAGAAAATGATTTTGCTGTGCGAGTGGCATCAGAAGGTGGGTATTTGGATATAGTAAAATATTTGGTATCTTTGGGGGCAAATATAAGAGCAGAAGATGATTGTGCAGTTGGCGTTGCGTCACAATATGGTCATACTGAATTAGTGAAATATCTGGTCTCTTTAGGAGCCGATATAAATTCTGGTAATAATTACGCAATAAATTGGGCATGCGTAGAAGGACACATGGAAACAGTAAAATATTTGGTTTCTTTGGGGGCCGATATAAAATCTGAAAATAGTAGGGCAATAAGTCTAGCAATATACGGAGGTCATATAGATATTGCAAGATACTTGATTTCTATTGGTGCAAATATACGTGGATGTAAGGATGCCGCATTATATAATGCAGCATCAGGAGGTTATTTGGATCTAGTAAAAGAACTAGTGTTTATGGGAGCTAATGTGACAGCACAAAAAAATTCTCCTGTTCATTTGGCATCAGCATATGGACACATTGACGTAGTAAAATATTTGGTTTCATGTGGAGCCAATGTAAAAGACAATAATAATAAAGCAATTATTGATGCATGCAGAAATGGAAATTTAGAAGTAGTAAAATATATTATTTCGCTAGGTGTTGACGTAAGAATGAACAATGATATTTTGATTCGCACAGCATCTAAAATGAGTTGTATTGATATTGTTGAATATTTGTTTTCGAAAGGCGCAAACATAAAAGATGATGATGATGGTGCAATGCGTTCGACATTAAAATATAATTGTGTTAGAGTTATTAAATATTTGATTTCGATTGGTGCAGATGTTAGGAAAATAGATACTGATACAGCTGATGAAATTATAAATGGATTATTTTTAGAACACAATTTTGATGATCTTTACAAATTTTTAGAGCATTCAATGATAAAAAATGATGATATTAAAAAAACAATAAGTAAAATAAAAAATAGTAGAGAAAACTTTTTTGTCAATTTGAGAAAAATTAATGATACGATAATAATAACAAAAAATTAATTTATACATTTCCAAATAAATAATAATTAGTGATAGTCAAAATGGTTTATAGTTATGAAATAAAAGATTGTATGACTACCGGTATTGACAGATCAATAGACAAAAATTATGAGATTCGTTGTGCAATTGAAAAAGGAGATTTGGGCTGCCACTAGGAGCTGATATAAGATCTGGTGATGATTTTTCAGTTTGTGGAGTATGTGAAAATGGTCATTTTAAATTAGTTAAATATTTTATTTCAATAGGAGCTGATATAACACAAATTGATTCAAAAGATAAAATAATAAATAAACTATTTTCGAGCCACAAATTTGATATTTTATTCGAATTCCTGGATAAATCAATGATAGAAGATAAGCATATTGAAAAAACTATTCGTAAAATAAAAAACAACACACAAAATTTTTATTCTAATTTGAAAAAAATAAATAATGTTACAATTATAACAGTCAATTAATGTTCTTTTAACTCCAAATATAATGATTTCAAATATTGATACTCATATTGTCCACCTTTTAGATTTTTTATTTGAATATCTTTATTGTCATCAACATATTTGGTTAAGTAAATGAATTTATCATAATTTATCAAATTCTTTTCATGATCTTTCTGCATATCTCTTATTTTATACAGAGAATCCATTACAGAACCATATGAGAGGATTCTACCTTCCTCAAAATTTCTTTTTAAAACATTTCTCAAAACAAATTTGTACACACCATCTATTTCATTCGATTTTAGATTAATACCCACATAAATCTTTTTACAACCTATTTCACAACCAAGCATATCATCAAATATTTTTCCAAATCTGTGAAAACCAGTTTCATATATCAGATCCACATTATAATTCAATGATATTCTCTTCATAAAATCAGCTATATATCTTTTAAATGGAGCCAATTTATCAAAATTATCTTGATGGTAATCTTTTATTGACTTGCCATTTATCATTAATTGTGGATCAGCTGTATTTTTAAAAAAGTAACCATAGATTTTTTCATAATCGTTTATGCTTAATGACAAATAAGTTTTATCGCTGGTAAACAAATCATTTAAATAAATTTTATTGCCATTTTCTAAAACAAATGAACTATTCACAAAATTTTTCAGTTGATTTTTTATATTTGTTATGACGTTTTGATAGTAGGGAATGGAGTATAAGGCATTGTCCAAATTATATTCTAATACATTATTACTATCCACTGATTCTCCAGTGTATTTATCTAAATTACTAATAATATTTGATTTACCGGCTCCATATGCCGCATTGACAACAAAAATTCTACGCGAATTTATTGGTCTATTTAATTTTACATTTTTTACTTTACTCAAAACATAATTATTAAAACCGTCTCTGAAATTGGCCATATATCTTATATTTATGTTGCTAAAAGGATGCATTATATCTTCATTAATATACATATCATCTTTTATCACATTTATCATATCAATTAATTTTATATATTCCATGTCAATAAATCTATTATAAAGTTTTGTCAAATCCCTTGTTGAATCATTTTCATTCAAAACTCCCATAAAATGTTTAGCACTCTGAATACGTCCGTTGTTATCTTTTCTTTGAACCCATATTACAAACGATAAATGTTCAGCCGAACTAATGAAATACGAAACAAAACTATATATCACCGAAAGTTCAATCATATTGAATAGCTTGAATAAACAATCTATCATGTATTTATTGTTGTTTGGATCAGAAACATATTTCTTTTTAAAACTCAAAACGTATCCTCTATACCCATAATTTGTTTCAGTAAATTTATAAAATAAACCAAATTTATAATTTTTGTGATATGCTGTTTCATATAAAACTCCAGCCACATTCCCTTTTATAGATCCGTAATTTCCATTATCTCTCGTTTTGTCCACTAAGTTAAACAATTCTGAATTAATCATCTTCACAAGTTTATCTATTGGATATTTATTGTTTTTTTGTCTTCTGAATAAATGAAAATGCAAATGGTGTTGGGATCCTGAATTACCATAATTATGAGCCATTGAATATGACATATTGACGTTACTGTATATTGTCACAATCTCTTCCAAAACTTCTCTGTTTAAAATGTCAAATTGACTTCCTTTTATTTTATCAGAATTATGGTTGGTTGATAGAACCATCAAATGATCCGGAAAATAGGGATCATTGTTGGCTGTTATAATATAATTTTTCCATCTCACTAGTTGCATGTCTTTTTCCGGTACAGGTGATCCTGCTATTGTCAAATATTTCAAAATACTATTGTGTTTTGGATGTAGTTGGTTTTTTGCCCAAATTTTACACAATACACAGTCCACGTTGTATGATTCATACACATAATCATATGGTGGAGGCATATTCTTCCTCATCACTTGTATCGGATGAAATTCGTTTAGTTTATAGTTATCAAATGATAATTTAATCATTTTATCCGCTTTGACCACATTTGTTCCAACCACTCTGTTCCAATAATTACTTGTACTTAAGCTCGACAATAATCTGTTTAGTGATGGAACTATATTTTTGATATCAATCAGTTCAAAAAATTGACTTTTACAAGTACTTGACATATTTATATTATATACGTATAATAATATACAATATAATGATCAATTATAGTTACAAAAATTCGAAATATCTTCATAAAATCAATAGTTTGAGAGGAGGAAATCAAGCTTTGTTGCAAGAGATAAAAAAGTCAATTGATGATATTAAAAAAATCTCCATACAAAATGCTGAATATTATACTAACAATGAAGATGAATTAAACTTAATTGTCACTGTCAATGGCAACATTCGCAAATTGGTTCTTAATAATAATAATATGATTGAAAAAGACAGTATGAACAAAATTATATTGTTAGATGATATTAACCAGAGATACGCAAACGAGAAAGAAAAATTTAAATTCGGTTCTGATGGTCTAGTCATTTTAAATGATTTTGTATTGGCATTATGTGTATTATCCACCAAATTCCCCGATTTTAATCTGGACAAATTCATTAAAAAGGGATCGTTGTTATTTAAAGTCTATTCAGTTCTAAAAGATCAACTTTAATATTTTTTTATACGTTAATATGTACATTAATATATATACGCAAATATGAACGTCAATGTGATGTACTACGATAAATACTTGAAATATAAGAGTAAATATATGGCACTTAGAGGAGGCACAAACGATTTCTTTAATAAACTTCTTAACAATAATCCAAAATTTAATTCATCCATTTTGACTCTATTTTCTTTTTCAACGGGTTCCGGCGAAATGGAATATAATTTGTGCAAATATATTAAAACGGCTAATCCAAACATCAAAATTGTCATGGTTGTGTTTGAATTAGAAGCAGTTTATAAAAATAATATATCTAATTATAAAAAAATGGTGGATTCTCAACTAATATCGTCATTCCATTTTTTCAAAGAATTTGACGACACCCTGAAATCTAGAGAACCCGATAACACTCACAGATCAATGCTAAAAGTTAGAGTATTAGCTTTAGATAAAATAATAAATGTTCCCGATAAAGTAGTTCAGAAAAATAAATTATTGGCTTTAGTAGAAAATATGTTAAATGTTTATAATTTGGGCGATATTATTTTCACTGGTAGATCCATCCAATTTATCAAAGAAATTAATAAAAAGTCAGAAAATGAATATATGCCACTATTACAATTATTAGATTGTTTTCAGAAATATTCAAAAAATAGATTTTGTTTCGGATTTGACCAAACAACTGGATCTCCAGAATCAAACAAAAGGATTACTAGTTTATCTACTGTATCCGAGTTTATAAACTATTTGGAACATATTTAAATATGTGCACAATTAATATAACAATTATGGATAACGATATTGAAGAAAAAATAAGATTGTTAAAAATATATTTGGATAAAACAGATGATCCGAATAAGATAAACAAATTATTTGATATATATAAAGAAAATAATATTGTGCCCAATAAAGTAGAAATGGTGAAAGAGCAGCCAAAAGAGCAGCCTAAAAAAGTATTAGACAAAAACAGTTATAAATATGTAATGTTTCTTAAAGTATTGAACAAAATTCTTGTTGCCAACGAAATGAATCCCATTAACGATATTTATGATTTTAAGAATATGACCAGAGATCATATAATAAAAGACAAAGAGGCTAACAATTTATTTGGTTGGGACAAAGAAATATTCAAAAAGGGTGAAGGATTTGACAAAGCAAAATGCCAATGGTACCTAAGAAAAAAAAATGACAACTATATAATTTCTTTTCTCAAAGGAGCGTGTGGGGAGATGGAATTAACATTTGATTGTCAATATAAAAGAAAAGTCATTAAGAGCAGAATTATTAATTTTGTTGTTTATTCAATAAAATAAAAATATATAGATTTTATAAACTGATGTATACGAAAAAAGTTCGAAAATTTTTTTCTTATAGTATTGTATTAACAAAAAAACAAAATGAATAAACTTATATTATTCACAGAAAAAAATTTTTTTGGTTTGAGCGAAAATATTAAATATTGCAGAAATGATGTCACTCAGAAAGTAAAGATAGGTGTCAATGTCATCGATAAAAAGTATGACAGGAAAACAAAAAAGTATATGGAAAATTATGTTTGCCATCGTTTTGCAGGCTTTGACACTTACGAGGCATTATTCGATTGTATGCAGAAATTAGATGATCAGAAGAGATGTTTATTCGAAATTATACAAGATAATTGTAAGCCATATTTGGATGTGGAATATGATCCTCAGCAGCATCCAGACATAAAACCATCCATCATAAACAATATTATTAGCGATATTATTAAAATATTTAATGTTAAATATAAATTGAAATTAGAGGAACAAGATATTATAGTTTGCAATGCTCATAAATATAGAGACAATGTGATCATAAAATATTCATGGCACATAATTGTTTCTCCACTGAAATATAATTGTGTTTATCAAAATAATAATTTTAATAACGAAAATAGTGCAGCAGATTTAGTATTCTGTTTATGCGAAATGGATTTCAGTTATATTGAAATCATAGATAGAAGCGTTTATAGTAAATTCAGAGAAATGAGAATGTTTTTGTGCAATAAAATTCCAACTGAAATCAGAGTTCTTAAATGGAATGATTATGATATCAAAGATATGGACTTCAAAACATATTCCAGATCATTGATAAATTATATTGATCCAAATCTAGAAATTATTAGTTTGGAGACAGCTTATAGACCAAATCCCGACACTTTCTTTAAAAGCAAAAAGGAGTTGGAGGATATTGATAAGAAAAAGAAACTGTTCGAAAAAGAAAAAATCAATAGAGTCAATAAAATGAAAGAAAATGATAAATTAGCCGAAAAGAAAAGTAATAAGAAAACCAATAATAAAAAGACATCTAGTAAAATATTGGATAGATATAAATTTGTGGAAGAGATTGTGGACAATATTGCGGATTACAGATCGGATAAATACAATCAATGGATTAAGATAAAGTGGGCTTTAAAAAACCAGTCTGTTGTGGACAATGAAGATTACTTTAAGATTTTCGATAACTTTTCAAAAAAATCGGCCAAATACGATTTTAGCGAAGTTGAGCAAGTGTGGAACAATAATATGTATAGATCAGATGGTTTAACACTAGGAACTATAATTATGATGTTAAGAGAAGACAATAGTGAGGCTTATGATTATATTCTAAAAAAATATATATCATATGATTCGACCAAAATTATAGATCAATTCTACAATCCAGATGTCACAAAATATTTCAAGAATATTGTTAATTATGATGACATTAATACTCATGATTATGCAATTGCAAAAGGACAAAAAGGATGTTTTATTAAAATTGATATGGCCATGGGCAAAACTGATACGCTCTTCAAACAGATCAGAATACACAACAATAAAATGTTAACGAAAAATATTGTCAATAAAGGAGCAGATGGAACGTTCTTAAATTATGACAAGATTTATAACAGAATTTTAGTGATCTCTCATAGAAGAACATTGGTTAGCAAGTTTTATGCAGATTTAACGGCTCTTAACTTTGAAACATATTATCAATATAAAAGTAAATCCACTATTTATACTAATAGATTAATCATTCAGTTGGATAGTTTACATAAGGTAAATTTAGAAGCCTTCGATTTAGTCATATTGGATGAATGCGAGTCATTGTTCAGTCATTTTAAATATGGCAAGATGAAGAATAAAAATGCAAACATAAATGCATTAAATCATTTCATTAAAACAGCAAATAGAGTTATGTTAATGGACGCCAATATGTCGATAAAAACATTTGAAATTATGAAAGATATAGATAATCTGGACAATTATACGCTAGTTATTAATGCTCATAAAAAGTTAAATGATTGGGAATTAGTTTTTATTAATGGTGCTGAGCAAACTGATATGATTAAGAAGGATTTAGAAAATGGGAATAATTTTTGCGTGGCATCATTATCGAAAGCGATGATAGATTCTCATTATAGTATATTGGCTCCTGACAGTTTAATTTATTCATCTGAAACAGACAATGATGAGAAAACAAAGGATATAATGAATATTAACGAATCATGGAAAAATAAGAATATTATATACACTCCAACTATATCGTCAGGTGTGAGTTGCACTATAAAGGATCAGTTTAAACATATATATGGATACAGTACCAATATGTCTGCATTGGCCACTGATTTCATACAAATGTTGAGAAGAATTAGACATCCAACAGAACATTCATTTTTTGTTTATAATGATTCAGTTCCATATTATACATCTTTATTATCAATCGAAGAAATCGAAAAATATATTCAATATACTCATATTATTGGTAATTGCCATGATATTGTGAGCGATATTCCAAAATATATAAACGACAATAAATGTGTAATTGAAAAGAATCTCGCATATAAGATTCATATATACAATATATTGGAAGAAGAGATAAATAAAAGATATTTCAAGGAGGTTTTAATATATTTGGCAAAAGGAAAAGGAATGAAAATTGTTGAGGATAATAGTTGTAAGAAGAGCAATAAAGAATTTAAAACAGAAGTTAATAAGATTAAAGAGAAAAATGAAGAAAAAGAAATTGAGCATATATTCAAATCAGATATTCTCAACAACGAAGAGTATGAATACATCAATAATTTGATCACTAAAGAGGAGAAAATAACTTCTGATCAGCGATATAGCCATAAACTGAAAACAATGCTTATGAAATTTAAGTATGACAATGAAAAGTATGAAAAATTGTCAGATGAACATAAGAAGCAATTGGTTATGTTTATGAACAATGATGATAATTACAATAAGTTTGTTAATAATTGTGTCATTAATGTTGACGAAGCTGAAATCGATAAAAGAATTGAAAATGTTAGGCAAAAAGATATTAATAGAAGGAAGGAAAAAGAGGCACATGAATATAAACTATATTATAGACAGCATTTTCTGATCAACAAAATGCTCCAATTGGTTGGTTTCAAATCGATTAAAGATAAGAATAAATATACTGTGGATTCAATTAATAATAAAATTAAAGCGAATAATAAAGAGCTAATAGCAATTGTCAATGAGATTATGTATATTGATAAGAATCCATCCAAAACTGCTATAAATATAAAAACTATTGGCTCTATAATAAGGAAATTTTATGGTATTACTTTTAAGGGCACAAGCACTTGCAAAAAAAAGATAAAATATCATGCATATACGTTGGAAAATATGATTGATTGGAATACTGCCTTTTATCCGAACCTTTTAAAGGGTAAAAAATTTGATGAGTATGCTTTTGATTAAATTTGTCCCCGTAATTATGATGTTTTTTGGAAACTCGGTAAAATTATAAAAAGTAATAAGAAGGCTAAGTCAAAATCGGCCGTATATATATTTTTAGAAATTAGATTTCACAAGTCGGTAAAAAATAAAAGTGAACCAGTCAAATAAAATCAATAAAATAAACCCTAAAAAATGAGAGAAAAACGATTACGCTATCGAAGTCGTTTTATTGATTAATAAAAAGAACATTATAAGACAAAAAATTATAACATTTATTTGTAAAAATAAAATTCAATAAAAAGACTAAATTTTATTGCTCAAAAATAGGTAAAAAACGTGGTTTCCACTCATTATGATAAAATAATGTTTTTCAAATGACAGTTTCAAATGTTCCAATAATAAAAACTCTAAAAATGAGGAAAAAACGATTACTCTATCAAACTCATTTTATTGATTAAATAAAATGTATATCTAATGACCATATAGAATGGCGCTGTAAGATTTCAATAAAATTGCCTGAAAATTATAACGTTTGGTTTGCTAAAATAAAATTCAGTCAAAAAATTATATTTTATTTCCCAAAAACAGGTTAAAAATATGAAGAAATAATATTAATTGAACATAATATATCCAATTAATTGCAATAAAATTAATGAATGCATTCTTCACAAAATTCTATTTCTTTTTTTTCATAAAAACGAATACGGCAATCATAATATATATATGAGATTTCGAAAAGTATAACAGTGTCAAATCATCACTTAAATCAACATATATTTTGAGTAAATAAATTGCTAAGTGAGTAAGAAAAAAAAGTGTATCGGTCTAATAAAATCAACCCTAAAAATGAGGGAAAAACGATTACGCTATCGAAGTCGTTTTATTGATAAAATGAAAAGTGCATCAAATGACCATATAGGATGCCGCAATAAAATCCCAATTAAATTGTCCAAAAAATTATGACATATGTATTGCAAAAATAAAATTCAATCAAAAGACTAAATTTTATTGCCCAAAATTATGTAAAAAATGATTTCTACTCGATGCGAAATAAAAAATACCTTTCAAAAATTAATTTCAATTGTTTTCAATAATCAACAAATAAATGAAATTATATTGCAATAAATTTAATGATTATATTTTTCGCTTAATCTATTTCGCCATTATATAAAAACGAATACAGCAATCATAATACATATATGATATTTCGAAAAGTATAACAATCTATAATTTCCCCAATTAAATCCACATATATTTAGATTAATTAATTGAGCAAGTGGGGAAAAATAAAAAATGTATCAGTCTAATAAAATCAATTAAATAAACCTCAAAAAATGAGTTAAAAACGATTACGCTATCGAAGTCGTTTTTTTGAAAAACAAAAAGTATATCTAATGACCATATAGAATGCCACAATAAGATTTTGATTAAATCTTATTCCGTATTTACAAATATAATTATGGTGTTTTTGGGAAACTCAGTAAATTTATAAAAAGTAAATAAGAAGACTAAATCAAATTCGGCCGTATATATAATTTAAGAAATTAGATTTCACAAGTCAGTAAAAAATAAAAGTGTGTCAGTCAAACAATTTCAAAAAAATAAACCCCAAAAAATGAGTAAAAAACGTTTACGCTATCGAAGTCGTTTTTTGATAAATAAAAAAGAATATCAAATGACTATAATAAATGCCTTGATTAATTTTATCCCATACTTACAAAATATAATTATGATGTTTTTTGAGAACTCGGTAAAGTTATAAAAAGTAATAAGAATGCGAAATCAAATTCGGCCGTATATATATTATTAAGAATTCATTTTATTGATAAAATAAAAAGAACATTAGAAGACTATAATAAATGCAAAATAAAGATTCGATTTAAATTGCCCAAAAAATCATAACATATATTTGCAAAAATAAAATTCAATCAAAAGACTAAATTTTATTGCCAAAAACAGGTTAAAAATATGGTTTATATTCAATACTAATCAAGAATACCTTTCAAATAACATTTTCAATTGTCTCCAATAATCAAACAATATAACATTATACAAATTCACCACTTGGCTGTATATACAGAACAATAAAATTGTTTAGTGTATCAGTCAAATAAAAACAAAAAATAAAAAACAAAAAAATGAGTAAAAAACGATTACGCCATCGAACTCATTTAATAAAAAATCAGAGTAAGTATATCAACTAACCATATAGAATACCGCAAAATGACACATTCTAATTGCCCAAAAAACAGGGCAAAAATATGGTTTCCACTCAATACGAATCAATAATGTCTTTTGGATGATAGTTTCGAGTGTCTCACAATAATCTAACAAATGGATAAAATTATATTGATTGAGCATATATATGTCCTTTTAATTGCGATGAAATAAATAATTATACTTTTCACTTTATTTGTCCCGTTATTTTATAAAAACGAATACGACAATCATAATATATGTATAAGATTTTGAAAAGTATAACAGTGTCAAATCATCACTAAAATCAACATATGTATTGAGTAAATAAATTGCTAAGTGAGTAAGAAAAAAAAGTGATTCAGTCAAATAAATTCAATAAAATAAACCTCAAAAATGAGGAAAAAACGATTACGCTATCGAAGTCATTTTATTGAAAAACAAAAAGTATATCTAATGACCATATAGAATGCCACAATAAAATCCTAATTAAATTTTATCCCATATTTACAAATATATAATTATAGTGTTTTTGGGGAAATTCAGTTATATATAAAAAAGTGTATAAGAATGCTAAATCAAATAATACAAACCCAAAAAAATGAGGAAAAAAACGATTGCGCTATCGAACTCATTTGTTTGATAAAATAAAAAGAACATTAGAAGACTAAAATAAATTCCAAAAGAGAAAACTCCAATTAAATTGCCCGAAAATTATAACATTTGGTTTGCTTAAATAAAATTCAATCAAAAAGATTAAATTTCATTGCCCAAAATAGGTAAAAAATATGGTTTCCACTCAATACGAATCAAGAATGGCTTTCAAATAACAGTTTCAATTGTCTCCAATAATCAAACAACATATAGTTTTTTGAAAAAGTATAACAAACTACAAATTCACCACTCAGCTGTATATAGAACAATAAAAATGTCAAGAGGGTTAGGAAAATAAAGTATTTATATTTGATTGAATCATTTTTTCACTGACCCACTTAGAACACATATATAGAAAATCTTATTGCCCAAGTGGGTAAAAAAATAAAGTGATTCAGTCTAATAAAATCAATAATATAAACCCTAAAAAATGAGGGAAAAACGATTACGCTATCGAAGTCGCTTTATTGATAAGATAAAAAGTACATCAAATGACCATAAAAAAAACCAATATAAAGATTCCATTTAATTGCCTTTAAAACGTTTAAAAAGTGTTGTTAGGGCTTTTGTGGAATTCAATAAATATTCATTTAAAAGGCCATAAGAACGACCATTTAAATTACCCAAAAAACAATCAAAATGCTCTATTACATTGACTCCAAAACGAGCAAAAAGTATATCAAAAGGCTATTTCGCATCTAAAAAATAAAGAATTATTGATCAAATAACCAATAAATCCAAGTAGTCATATATAATCAACACAAATGAGCTAAAAAATATAACAACTAGCAACATATAATAAACTTAAAAAGAAAACTATAATTCTAATACAATGAATGATCTATACATACTCAATTCAGAAAACGAACAATATTTTAGAGAAAACAACATTAATTATGAAATTATGGAGATAAAAATTTCGACACATATTGTTGATTATAAATGGAGTTCAGTGGGCGCCGGCAAAGATATCACTGGAGTGGTTCTGAATATTGATGATGATTCATATCTATTGGAAAAGGATGGAATAGGTGATTATTGTGATTTTAGTTATTATGAAGGTACTTTATATGGATTTGACTATAAAAATAAAGAGATAGGATGGGAGGGAGTTTTTAAAGCGATAAGGAAGATATTATAGATAAAATTGAAATGTAAAGTGATAAAGATGATTTTATAGATAAAATTGAAATGTGTGATTGTGGCGAGAAAATAATTCCATTATGTTGTTATCAAGAAAAAGGAGAATATTCTATTGATCATATGTCATATTGGGATTTAATTAAGAAAGTTAATATAAAAAAGAAATATTCAGAATATTGTGACAAATGTGGTAAATCAACAGAAGTCATTAAACATATTGATTGTTCGATATGCAAAGAGTGTAAAAATGTTATTGGAAAAGAAGAGAACAATTATATACTGCTCGATAATTGTTCTTTTAATAATAAATGTTTAAAATGTCTAAAACAATACCAAAAAAAAAGCAAATTTATTTCTTCGAGTGACTTGAAACAGTGCGATAATTGCAACACATATGTGAACATCAATTGTAAAAATATGGCGGTGTGTTACAGTCAATCAATGGAATGTGTTTGTGTGAATTGTTTTAATGAAAGTCAATTAGAGTGTGATAAATGTGGCAAAAAGTGCGATATAACAAATATCAATTTGCCGATTGTGTTAGATTGCCAATCAGTCCTATGCATAGAGTGTGAACAAACAGAGTAATATCGAAAAAGTATGTCAATCGACTAATTCATATGGCTCACTAACAAAATATTTGGAAAAGTATATCAGCCAACCATAATATATGACCTACTAACAAAATAGATAGTAAGTAAATAAGTAATATATATATCAATAGACAATATAGTAGAAAAGTTTATCAACCGACCATTTTATATGGCCCACTAACGATCAGTTGGTATAATAAAAAAAGTCATTAGGATGGACAAAAACAGCTGTATTAAATTATATCGGCAAAAAAGTGCATCAACTGACCATTTTAACTGGCCCTTTAATAATACAATTGATCAAACTTAAAAAAAATATATAAATGGACAAAAATAATATAATATAATATAAAATGGAAATTATAAAAGAACAATATAATTTATTCAAAATCAGTAAACAAGTAAAATACACCCCTATGAACCAAAAGATACTGAAAAAACAATACAATGCAGCTTTTGTGAATGAATTTACATTACACATATTGAAACTGGAAAAGGATTTTTATATTGTTTAAACAACACAATGTATAAAGCTCATGGGAACAATGTTCGTAAATTAGGATATTCAATAGACACGAAAAAGAGAATATTCCAATACACCACTGCATATATTGATCCAGTCGTTGTTGATCATAAATCAAAACCTATGAGATATTATAGAGAAGGAGAAACTATTTTATTTACACTGTTAAAAGATTATCGGGTTGCCTATCGTAGAGAATTTTTTGATTGTGAATTGAGTATCATCAAAGAAGCTATAGATAAAGTGTGTGATCTTATGAACGACAAAAATGCATTTAAAACTATTATAGAATATGGTGCAATTCAAAGTAAAATCAAAAAGAGAATTCTGAAATTTATAAAATTAAATAATTTGCTATTTGATCGAAAAAATGTTGTTAGAAATCCCACATTTAGTTTTTTTGAAAAGAAGAAAGTAGGAAAATCATATCATCGTGTTATAAAAGGAAATATTCCAAAAATTACAAAAGAAATGTGTGATAATATCGACAATAAAATTTCAAAAAAGGGGATATTAAATATTGAACAATACAATGCGCACAATCTTAAGGTTTTATTGGATAAATTTAATTATAGTATTGAAAGATACAATGGATTATCAAGTGATGATCAAAAAAATCTAATCAATTTTATATCCAAAAAAAAGAATTATCATATATATCACAATTGTTGTGAAATGAATGATAAAAACATAAAAATAGTGGAAGATATATTAAAAAAAGTAGGTTTTAATTCGATCAGACAAGGTGAAAAACAAACAGTGGATATAATGAAAGAAAATATAATTGCCAACAAAAAGTTTATAACAGAGAAAATCGCATTATTGGAAGATAAAGAGTTTATAAATCAGAATATCAGTATAAAAACGATTGGCAACATATTGAGATACTATTGTAATTTAACATTTGGGGGAACAAGTGTTAATATCGATAATATAAAATATAATGCTTATAAATTGGAGAAGGCAATAGATTGGGGAAATGGATTTTACCTCCAAATTTTTAACAATAAAATAGAAAAACTAGAAAACAAAATATGTGAATAATATAATGGAGCTATTATTTGAGGCTCAGAATAACATTTCAATTTTTAGATAGAATTCGATCTATGGTAAACCATATATCAAATTTGGGCTGGTAATAAGGTGACCATTAATTATAAACAAAAATTGATAAAAAATACTAATTATTAAAATTTCAATAAAATGAAAGAATTAATTAATATCCAAAGGTGTTAGATCAGTATGTCTATTCCAAGAATGTATATTTCGGGGAAAACCAAAAGTATTGGATGAAAGTACAATTAAAATGATCCATAATTGTTCAAATGTTTATTGGTTATCCAACAGAAACATAATGTGGTGATAAATCGTGTATATTTTTGGTATCTGATTATATTGGCTGAAGAGTCTCCAATAAAATTACCTATATAAAATTTGATTGGTAATAAGGTAAATTATTAAAAAAATTGATAAAAAAAGTGATTAATAAACGTATATATTCTTTGTAATAAAAAATGCTCCAAGAGTTGAACGGGGAATTAAATAGCGCAGTTGAAAATGCCTTATTGGAAGGTAGATTAGAAAGCGTAAAATATTTAGTAAAATCTGGTGTAGATATAAGAAAACCAGTGTATAGTGCCATCGCATTAGCAACACGGTCAGGTAATTTAAAATTAGTAGAATATGTGGTTTCGCTGGGTTTTTATCCAGAATGTCACGATGGAGGTATTATCGAAGCAGTGCGAAGTAACAATACAGAGATACTCAAATATTTGACATCAGTAGGAATGTATATTAGCTGTGCCGAAAAATATGAAATTTTACGTGAATTGGTGAAGGACAATAAGATTGAGATGTTTAAATGTTTGATGTCAGAGTGCATAAGTGATGTCGAAAAGTATGAAATATTAAGTGAATCAGCCAAAAATGGTTACCAAGAAATATTTGAGCACACTATTGACTGCGATATAAATGATTATTTGAATGGACAAAAAAAAGTCAATAGTAAGCTAAAAAGACATTATGCAGTAACGGGATTAAATATAAATGTTTTGGACAGGGAAAATCAGGTTATACAATTGAGATTATGTTATTTTAGCACTCTGGGTGCGGAGTATAACAATGAAATACAAGAAATAGCACTAAAAAATAATCGTATAAATATAATAACTAGTATGTTCGAGAGGGGTGCAACGCAACTAAAAAGTTTATCAGTAGAGGAATATAGTTGTGAAATAATTGATAAATTATTAGATTTATACAGTCATCATGGTGGAATAAATCAATATTTGTTGGAAATCTATGTTGGTGATTGCGTGATAAGAAATAAGTTGGAAAATCTGAAAATTATAATATCAAAAGTAGATAAAAATTATGACTTTAATTCAGATTTTTGTAATGCAGTGAGAAAAGGTTATTTGGAAATTGTCAAATATATATTTACTAAAGGAGTTGACATATCGCACAATAATTATATGGCAGTTCAGCAAGCAGCAAAATATGGATATTTTGAGATATTGGATTATTTGATGTCAGTCGGTGGAAGAGTAAATGCATCGAATAATTGTTTGATAAAAGAACTATATCGTTATTGTGATCGAACAAAAAGAAGAGACGAGTGGAAAATGTTCAAAAAAATAATATCGTATGGTGCCGATATAAATGCAATAAAAGAAGATTGTGAAATAGAGAAAATAGCGAAAAAATTATTTGAAGAGAATAATTTCGAATTAGTTTGTACAATAAATAAAGAAAGATTAAAAGATAGGTCAATATATTACCGTTCAGAGAAAATAATAAGAAATCGGGAAAGATTTATAAACAATATAATTATTTTTCCTCTAAAAAACATTATTATTTGTTTTTCGGATTGATTTTTTTATTTGTCAAAAAAAATGAAAATATAAATATCAGAATAACATATTACTTACTTACTATATATATCAATTGGTTAATAATATGTCCAATAATAATTTTCACTCAGAGTTACACAAAATGGTTCAAAATCCTGAGTATCAAGAGGGGGCAATAAAAGTGCACTTTTTGTCTGAGGATCAAAAAGTGTTAGGATATGTGTATATGCACAAATGTCATATAAGAGAATTGGATAAAGAATATTATGATGTTTATTGTAGTGGAATATTTGGCGATAATAAATTTGGTTTTACATTATTGGAATCCGAAAATGTAGAATGTTTCACTGAATACCTTGAAGATTTTATGGTTTATAAAGACACATCAAATAGTGTTAAAATAAATTTAACAGAGAAATCATTAAAGAAATACATCGTATCAACAAGATTTAACCATAATTTTTATGATTTTGACATGGATGACAATAGTGATATATTATTGTTAAACGAATTACCGCCTTTGATATACGAAAAAATAATGAACAAATATAGTAATAATGTTTATGCTGTTTTGGACGGTCTATCCAATGAAATAAAAATGAAATGGTTAAAGGAGAAAAATTTTTCGTTAGATGAAATCATAAAATTTTTGGAGCCAATAGTCCCCCACGCATTGTTATCTCAGTATTGTACGTATAATAAACATTTAAGTAAACTATTTCAAAAAGTAAATTGCATAGAACAAAATTTATCCAGCAAAATGGCATTATATAAATTATTAGAAAACAAAATATCACCAGAATCAAAATTAATAATTGATGATTATTTAAAAAAGAATTATTTGGATGGTATATATTTAGTGGGAAACGATCTTAGTGATCTCAATAAATTACAAGAAGAATTAATTAAATATTTCAAAATAGAAAAGAATGCTTATTGCATGAAAGTATTAGTTAAATTAGATTCGTCAGTGGATTTGCTACCATTCAACTTATTAAATAAAAAAATATGTTTTTGTCATAATAGCGATCTAAAAGATAAAAAAATTTATAATATTGAAAAACCCATAAATAAAATAAGTATATGGAGTGCATCTACATTACAAACGAATAAAATAAAAGTTGAATTTAATGTGTATTCTACTAATAAAATATCAATAGACAATATTTGGTACAAAAAATGTAATGATAATTTAATAATTGCCGTGACACAAATTTTCAATAAGAATGCGCGTTTGAAGCCAAAATACTATGCTACAATTTATGAGACTTGTAAATATTTTGACAATATATATTTATCTGAAGACGAAGAACAACAAGAAGAACAAGAAGAATAAGAAGAACAGAATGATGAATAAACATAGATGATAATAAAATATGAATTAAATTTGATATTTTGGCACCATTATTCCGTTTATTTTATCTGAGTTATTTATATGTACAAAATATAAGTTACACCATGCAAATTGTACAATCCAACATCCTCCATTATTTCTCTATAACACATACCGAAAATTTCATATTGTTTTCTGGCGAGAAAGTCTTTAAAAAATTTTAATATTGGAAATTCTTTGTATTTCGCATATATTTTTTTAAATTTATCTACAGATAATTGATTTTCGAGATTATTGGCTGTTATAGTATTTTCAATTATATTGTCAATATTAGTACAACCTAGTTTTATCTTATTAACTAATATTTTATTTACTTTGTACCGAACCAGTGTATCATAATCAATTATATCCTTTGTGTAATTATATGGCATGAAACCATATTTAGCATACCAAGTATTTGCCTGTGTCAACATATATATAGCTGATAAACTTAATCTTTTATTTTTATTTTATTGATATTTAGTTTATCTTTATTTTTTTTGAGATATTGAAGTGCGAATTTAAACAAAATTGATCCTCCTCCAGGATATTCCAAGCCTTCTTTGGCACAGGTAGAATCATAACTGATAGTATGTATATTGGCTATATTATTTTCAATAAAAATAGTAATACAGTCATCAAAATTATCATTTACAACAGACATTGTTTCACGATCACAAAAATGGATCTCAAATGTATATTTATCAAATTTAGTTGTGATTTTAGTGGTCTTAACATTTTTATTACCATATCCTCCGACCTGATAGTTTTTTAAATACTTTTGAAAAAATGGATAATTGTTTTCTATTAATTCATTAGATACTTTGTTATAGTGTTTTATTTTAAGATTGCTTAAAATATCGTCCAATTTACTGTATATAACACTCATATATAAACGTATATATAAACGTATATATAAACGTATATATAAACGTATATATAAACGTATATATATAAATATCAGTATATACAAAAGTTTCTGGATTTTATTATTAAATAAAGATATATTTACAAAGAATTTTTCTCAACAACATTTATTTTATTGTTTTCAAAGTCACTTTTTATCAGCCAGTTGTCTTCATTAACGTGTGTATACTCAACTTCAATAAAATTACCAAGACATTCCTCAAAATTAAAAGGATCGTATTTTTCTTTAATAAATTTGTAACTTTTCCTAGCAATTATTTTTTTGTCCTTAGAATCTGAAGTAACATTTGCGACCGTATAAGTTCTGACAATACATTGATTAGAACAGGAAAAATCAAAACAAATTTTATCCTCAATATCGACGAGAGGTATACCAACCTGTATAGCCAGACAACCGTTTATAAGAGGTATATTTTCAGAAGGGAAACACTTTTTTAAGTATCCATAAAGAAGATTTAGACTTCTGGCAAGTCCCCAAGTTACAAAATTTTTATCTATAATATTAGTGAAATTAAAAAACGTTTCGTAAATTTCTTTTTTTTCATCGTCAGACAAGATATGGCATGTTTTTGAGTAAACATAAATATTGTCAGCAACAGATTTATTCGGGTATGCCCAAATATATTTTCCAGTCTGATTACAATTCAAATAAGCATAATACCAATGACGTTCACTGGAAAATTCCAGTTTTTTGGAATCATAATAAGTGACATAATCAGTTTTTATAAGCATTTCAGAGACCTTGAATATTTTTAATTCCACTGCAGTTACTCTTTTATAAACATCAGCGCATGACAAGAAGCTTACGATCACAGATTGTCTATTTTGTTGATTAAAAAATTCTTCAAAAGTATATTTTGGAAGATTATTATACCAAAGAAGAATATCTTTAGTGTGGACACCATATACATCATGTTTAAATCTCTTTGAGGTCAAGTATTTTTGAATATGGTTATCATCTATCCAAATTCTTTTTTTTTCAGCAGTTATATATAAAATAAAATCTTTTACGTAGGCCATAAAACCATCGGGTGTTTCAAAACTATCGAGAGTAAATCCAAATTTTTCATCTGAGAAATTACCGCTAGTAAAAGTATTATAATATTCGGCATCCAAAGAAATAAGCATAAAAGTGTGCATTTTAAAAGTTTTTAGAGTTTCACCGGAATCAGAATACAGATACACATCAATAGTGCCATCTTGTAATTTTGTGTCAATTTGACACTTTTCAAACAAGTCAAGAAAGTAGTTGGTCATGAGGACAAATAGATTAAATTACAAGAAATTGCAGTTAATAGTTTTTTCAATTTTTAGGTTTAAATAACAGGGGTATTCCAAAAAAAATTGATTTATTTAGTTATTGTCATATTTATAAAAAAATAATAATAAATTATTATGAATCTGGAACAACACGCAATTACGTTGAGCATTCCCGATATAAAACAATTGGTGTATCGTGGAAATGTCGATATTTATAAAGTTATAAAACAATCAATATCCGCCAAAAAAATAGAAATATTAAAACAGTTGATCGAAATAGACTCGAATTTACAGGAAAATACTCCAAAATATTTGAAGACTGCATCGAAGGTAGGAAATTTGGAAATATTCGAATATCTGTTAAAACATTTAGACGATAATAATATGCACAGACCAAAGAATTATAATAAATTTTTAATGGAAGCGTGCTGTCATGGACATTTGAGTATAGTGAAATATATAGCAGAAAATAAGTTTCTAGTGCATCCAAATTATTTAGCTGCAGTGGAAACTGCATTACATATGAATCACATGGAAATTGTAAAATATTTAATTGACAACAATATTTGTACTCAAATTGACTATAAAAAGTTATTAACAAAAGCATCGGAAAATAACAATGTAAACGCTATAAAGTATCTAACCGAAAAAATAATGGAAATAAACAGAGATAAAACAAAGAAAGAGATCAATATAAATAATGAATGTGAATCTGCATTAAGGATATCAATAGAACATAATAATAGTGAAATAACAGAACTTTTTCTTAAAATAGGATTTAATTCCTACATTAATTCGGGACCCTGTCGTTGGACGCCATTGGAATATGCGTGTTCAGAGGGTCATCTGGAAATTATAAAACTTTTATTGTCCTATGGAGCATCTAAAATTAACGCAATATTACATGTCAGGAGAGGAAAAACGTATGAAATATACAAATGTTTAATTTCGGCGGGTGCAGACATAAATCAATTAGATTCCATAACAAGATACTATCTAATAAAAGAATTTTTTGAGAAATGCGAATTTGATATTCTGATAAAGATAGTGGATGACATAGAAGATGATAATATAAAAAAAGTTATCAATCGTCTTAAAAACAATAGAAATAATTTTTTTGCAAATCTTAAGAAAATAAATAATGTATCAATAATCACTTTTTAATTTATTTAAGATAAAAAATAGAATTATTATACAAATGATGAGTTTAAGTTTACGTTTACAAAAAGCTTGTGAAGAAGGTGACTTGGAAACTTTAAAGGAAATATTAAAAAGTGGTGAGTATGAAATTTCAGGAGAAGAAAAATTTATTGATAGTGCATTATGTCGCGGACATTACGAAATTGCAAATTATTTAACAGAAAGATGTGGAAAGATAGGATATCGCATAGTAAAACATATTCGTAAATGTATAATGGAAAACAAAATAGATTCTATAAAAAAATTAATGTTGTGTGGATTCAGAATAAGAGAAGAATGTTTGGATCACTTATCTATAGCCTCATATAATGAATATAATGAAATAGTACGTCTTTTACTAGAAAATGGAGCAAAAATTAATCACCGTCCTTATATTCCCTCCTTTAGAACATATCTTGAGATCGCGTGTGATCGCCAAAATTATGAGTTGGTGATATTGCTTTTGTCTTATGGAGCAAAGATTGGTAACCGTGCGTTGGAATGCGCAATTTCAAGAGGAAACATTAATATTATTGATTGTTTGATTAATGCAGGAGATAGTGCCAATTTTTATGACAGTAATTTTATACCATCGACAATAACAAAACAGCTATTTGAAAAACATTGTTTTGATGCTTTGGGAAAAATTTTGGATAATATTGAAGACATAAATATTAAGAAAACAATAAAAAAAATAAAAACGAAAAGAGATAATTTTTTTGTAAATTTAAGAAAAATAAACAATATGACTATAATTACGCTGGATTAATATTGGATTCGTGTATTTCGTAAGAGAATAATGGTTTTCCAAATTCATTTTTACAATAATTATCGGACAATGTTTTTGCTAAATTGTAATCATTTTTATATTCTTCTTTTATTTCCAAATAACGATAGTCAACAATATTAAAATATTTTTTTTCAGATGAGGCTATATCATATAATATATCTTCCATATTGTTAATATATTTGAAAATTTGTTTAGCAATGTAATTTTCAGCTGATTTTAAATCAGAAAACAGTTTAACATCAACTATATTCGATCTTTCGAGATGATAAAGTTTATAATTGTAATCATGTTCGATATATATAACACAGTAAATCATTTTATTAGTTTTTATAAATAAAAAAGGTAATTAATTACTATTTTCATCAATTTTTTTCCGCCCTCTGTAAAAAGTTGAACATTGTTGTATTTGTAATATATGGTGTTTTTATTAAAATATTGTGGATGGATGATATACTATCAAAAAGTCAATTACATAAAAATATGCGCAAAACAGATAAATTGGCATTCTTATTGCGAAACATAATGCTGTATTATGAAATACCGCAACATGACTACGTAATCATTGCGGGTTATGGATTAAGAGAAATTCGTGAAGTAACCGATGTTGATGTAGGAGTTTCTTCGTCTGCATACATAAAATTAGGAAACAGGATTTCTTGATACATTCATTTTCAAAAATTAATAATACACCACGGTTATGTATAAAGTTACCAGATTTTGGTGAAGATTGTGAAATAGAATTTTTTGACATTCAGGACAAAGGATTTCCTTCATCACATTTTTCTTTAGCAAATATATTCAATAACAATCTATACACATATGATTCTTTTGGCAATCCTTATTTAAACATATTGGCAACAGTCAGTTTGTATTCTGGCGCAACCACACAGAACAACAAAATTATTATCGGAGATGGTGTTCAGATTTCCTTGGAAAGATTGAACAAAAATATTATGGCATTATCAGTAAAATAGTTCAACAGGAAATTACAGTTAGAGACAGCTTTTTGAAAAGTTGAAAAATAATTGGTTTAGATTATCTTGGAAATAAATCATTAATGTCATGGGCAATAGTTTTGATTATGATTTAGGTGTTGCACATTTTAATAATGGCGATTATTTTAATGCCATAAAACATTTTAGAAAAAGTTCGTATGGATGTGCTGATAATAATAAATTAAGAGAAGTTTTAAATAAATATACGACTGAAATTGTGGATGATTATCTTGATTCCAAAGAAATTGTTGAACAATTGAACAAAAAAAATGTTAATTTAGAAAATCAATTAAAAGAAAAACAAATGGAAATAGAAAAGTTAAAATCGGAATTACTGGAAAATTGCAGCAATAACAATTATATTCCAAGTGCTCCTGTAAATCCAGAATGGAGTGGCTTATATCCTCAAATACCAAAGGATAACGATAAACATTCTGATAAAAAAAGAAAAATCAGCGAAATATCAAAAATTTAATTTATAAAATTTGAAAAAACTAATATTAGGATAATATTATTTTAAGTATTGTAAAAAATGGTTGTTTTAGATATTTTAAATGAATATGATTTTCATTAGATAGTGATAAATTGGAGAAATAAAAGTTATCGAAAATTGAAATATATATTGGCTTAATTTGTAAGAGATTGTAAATGGAATTGGTTAGTTTGGAGAATAAAGTCTGTTTGCGTATAGTTTATGGATTTTATTGGAATTAAATTTTCTTAAATGTATAACAGTGATATAAATCTACATAAGTTTTATCATCATTTTCTAAATCGCCGTTATACAAAGGTAAATATGAAGAGAAAGATTTATTGGATTGTAAAATTATATTGTATTTTTTAAACTCTTTTTCTATTGTATCAATATTTACTAAATATTCTTCGTAATATGTATTTTTACTAAAAGGCAATAAGACATCTATTTTTTGCCCTATATATTCTAATTTGTCACCATTGTACTTTTTTTTAATTCCATATTTTATTTGATTATCTTTTTTAACTATCCATTCTCCATTATTATTGCTCAGTAAGTCAACAATCTTTTGACCATCAAAAGCAGTAAATATGAATTTACCTCCACTTTTCAAATAATAATTTATGAATTTGCAAATATTTTCCAGAGATTCTTGATTTTTGATTAGATAATGAAAAGCAAAATTACACACAATTACATCAATATCATTTAATTTATCATATATATTTCTTTTTATTAATTCTATATTTTTTTTATAAGAATCTAGTAAATCAACTCGCTGTATTAATATTTGCATACCTATTCTACTTTTTTTATCAGCAGCAAATAAATGTTTACGAGTTATCAACTCTGTTAGCGCTGTATTGTCAATTTCTAAGAATATAATATTTTTTGTTTCATTGGAAGCATATCTAAATAAATCTTGTCCTTTTCCACTAGCCAAATCCATAACCCATTCTGAGTTTTTAAAAGTTTTAAATATTTCTGATTTTACGAAGCTATTAAAATTGCGAGAAGATTTTTGCAATATATTATCATGTTCTTGGAAATAAACTTGATTATCATCAATATTTTCAATAATCAATGGGTCACTATGTGCCATCCATATAAATTCAGCTATCTTATAATTATTTCCAAAATAATTTCCTCTCTCGACTTCAATTTTTCTATCAGATCTGATCTTTTTCAATTTCCATAAATTGGAGTTTGCATCATATATAAATTCTCCAACTTCACCATCTAAATTTTTATTATCACTGTAATAATAATATGCATTTTTATTGCTACTTGGTTGAAAATGTATTGGAAAATATTGTGGTAGATTATTTCTGTCAATGTTAGGGAATATTTTACTGTAATCTTTTAGGAATTTCATTTTTAACTTAAAGCATATATTCTTAGATATACCACAGAATAACAAATAAAGTTTATTTTTAGAAGGATCTTTTTTAATGAGAAAATCTATTGTCAATTGTTCTGGAGGTTTATATTTGTAGACTTTCATAGTATTATATAAACCATCGCTGGGAGTAAATATAATACCATCAACATCATAATTTTTATTTTTTGATAGTTTGAAAGAACGTATTTGTTCCTTATAATCATCTGTTAATTTGATAAATGGTTTGAGTTTTATGTTGGAATATCCTTTAAAAGTCTCAAAAAATGCTTTTCTCTCTTCAAAAGGCTTGTCTATTATACTGTTACCATTTATAACCATAACATCAAAAATATAATATTCATTTTCGTATTTTTCGGTGTCTAAAATGCAAATATCATTTACTTTTATATCCAAAGATTCTAGTTTATCACTAACAGCATAACTATTGACATTTGTCAAATATAATATTGTTCTTTTCCCATCAATTTTGTCAGTTATATAATAGTTAGTAATATTTGGATATAAATCAGCCAAAAAAGTAACTTTATTGAGTTCTATAACTTGATTAGACAATTGTTTCATTCCGTATTCATCACGAAATTTATGAGAAATATTTGGCTTCAGATATTTTGCGATTTCATATAATATACTTTGATATTGGTCATTAATATTATCTGTCGAATATTCGGATGTAGTTTCAGTTATTGAGGAATCACTATCCATATTACCTCCTGTTTGATTTTGTTTTTTTAGAGACATATATTTACTTTTATATTTTAGATATTTGTTATAATACATATTTGGTTATATAATAGAATATCAAATAAATTAATGGTATTTACATTTTTATGTGTACTATTTTTTGGGGTTGATATTTGAGATCCAGATAAGAAAAAACACAATCCATTATTTCATATAAAAAAATTGAAAAAAAATAATATTGTCTCTAAAACTATAAATATATGGTATATAAAAATGAACAATCTTGAAGAAAATTCAAAAGCGATATTTGACATGTCAAACGTGAGTGGAGAAAAGAACTTTGTATTCATATCTCCAGAAGCAACACGAAAATTACAATTACCAAAGAGAACTTGTACAAAATCAAAATTCTTTCACAGATTATACAGTGAGATTGAAGATGTTTATGAAGTATTAGAGACCTTGGAGTGGAAAAATGTATGTATTGCAGGAGGTTTGGTATCACAATTATTAGACTATGATTATAAGTCCAATAGTTCAAATTCGGATGTGGATATTTTTGTCTACAATAAAGATATTAAAGAACTACAAAATACCATGAAAAAATTATATGTCACCTTAACACAAAAATTACAAAAATTTGTGTCATTTGGCTATAGCAATTCTCTTGTGGTCACAATATTATCAGAAAGACTCAGAAGACCTGTTCAAATTATCGGTGTTCTACATAAAAATCCATTAGATGTAATAAATACCTTTGATCTAACTCATTGCATGGCAGCTTGGAATGGCAAAGATTTGATATACACTGATGACTTTATGGTTGCAAAAAGAGATAGAGTGACCATGTTCAATAAAAACTCTAGAACACCAAATTCGGTGCATGCATATAGACTAGTAAAAGCTTATAATTTAGGTTATTATTTACAAAAAATAAAAGAAGATGAAAATGTGTTTGTCAAGAACCATTTTAACCCAGATTATGCAAAAGATGGCGTGGGTATGTTCCGAACAGACAAACCTAGATTTTTTAACACAATTGACGTTAAAGAACTAATGACTAATCAAATTGTCATTAAGAATTTGAATAAAAATTATAGTCCACTGCCAGGCGAAAGTTGGGAGAGTGTTGCCAATAACATAAAGGAAAAATATACTAACAATTTGACAATATTCCGCAAGTATCAAGAATTTGTTGATTATATAAATGCCACAAATACTTATCCAGGTGTTTTCAAATAATTTCGTTTATTAATATATACTTTAATATATACGTTAATATATACGTTAATATATACGTTAATATATACGTTAATATATACGTTAATATATACGTTAATATATACGTTAATATATACGTTAATATATACGTTAATATATGAACATTTCACCATACAAACAGCAAATGATTAATAATTACGGATCAGATTATAAAGTAAAAGATTTGAATATATTTTATGGTCAAGAAGCATATAACATCGCTGAAAATATATTTTTTAGGAAAGTCAATGAAGATCCAAGAGAATGGTCAAATAAATGGAATGACCACGAAAAAGATGGTTGTGTGTTATTAATTTACAAATATATGAACAGAACTAATGAAACAATTGGAATAAAATTGATTATAGGCCGAGATAATTCTGAAAACTTTTCAGTTGTTGAAGAAAAGCATCCGTATATTAAAGGTTTGGAATTAGTTGTCGAATATGTTAATTTCTTCTAAAATTTGAAAATATAAATGTTTATATAGACGTTTATATAGTGGATTAAATATATTTTCAGATGCTTACTGTCAATTGTTCGGATGGACAAATTTCTTTGAATAATTTTGAAATTGAATTATCGGTCTTTTTCAAAAAATGTGTTGAGTTCAATGAAAAATCAATAAGTTTGCCTTTTTCATCATCAACAGTGAGAAATTATATATATTTTCTGCTTAACATACACAGCAAAGTTGATTTAGGAGGAGAATTTAGTGATTTTTTGAATTATGTTTCGGAACCAATGACAATTGATATGTTTGTTGATAATTATATTGAAAAAATAGATCCACACAATATGATGGATATTATTAAATTTTACGAAATATTTAACAGCAAATACGATGATTTCAATTTAAACATCATTTATGCAAATACTATATTTACATACGCGATATTGGACGAATACAAATTTACTTATAGTTTTTCAGGCAAAATGATTTTTAAAAATATTAGTTATGTGACCACGACCAATAAAATATACGAAGAGGTTTATATGAGAATTTTGTGCCACATATTACCTACTTTATTATTTTTAGTAAAAAAGGATAAAACGATGAAAGAAAAATATATACTGACATCTATGTTGAAATTTTATTTTTTTAATAGAAATAAATACTAAAATACTTTCTTTATTTGTTAAATAAAAAAATGAAAATCATAATGAAAAACAATATGTTTATGGTTACAATAACAATAACAAAATAATGCAACTAAATGAGGATATTATCGAAATCGTGTCACAATACATGAACAATTTTGATGTAAAAAATATGGTTAATTTAAATATGCGCACAAGGGAATTTATTTCAGACGAGTCATATTTATATTCCAAATATATGCCGAGCTTGTTAGAACACAAGTTTTACAATAAACCAATACAAACAGATGACACTGATAGAATTATATATTACAATGAAAATCATTCTGAATATGATAATGTATGTTGTGAGACAACAAAATATATTATAGAAATCACAGGTAACAATTGTAATGTGTATTTTTTATTGACGTATTTTGATGGATATAATTCATCGATAGCTGTAAAATTAATAGCCAAACACGCGAATCCATATGTGTGCAACAATAAAACGTATATATACACGAGTGAAGCTATGGGATCATTTGATGCGTTGAGTAAAACGGGCCACATGAGTAATGATATTAGATGTGGTTATATTATTCGTTCTACGTGTACAAGTGTTGCAGATTGTGCTAATTCAGTTGTTTATGAACGCTATGAATGTTCAATAAATAAACTGTATATTGATACGTCAATGTCAAATGAAGCATAAAAGAAAATAGCAATTTTAAAACTTAAACGTAATGTCAATATAATTTTGTTTTTTTAAATTTATCATAAAATTGTGACGATAATTTTGTATTTTCAGTAATGAACTTTTAATAAAATTATTTTCAGAGTCAAAATAATTTACCAATTTTAATGTACTATCAAATTTTCCAATCTCGTACATACATTTTATTAGATTTTTTGATATATCTTTTGGAATATTTGTAATATCAACTCCTTTTGATATTAAAAAATCCATAGCTTTAAAATTTCTATTATCATATGCACATTTGATAGGATAATCATTATCGGCTCTAACATTCGCACCTTTAGATTCCAGAAACATAATAACATCTAAATAATTTTTTTCAGAAGCTATTCTAATTGGATAATCATCATCAGCTGTTACATCTGCTCCATTAGACCACAGATATTTAACAACTTTTATATGACCATTTTTTGAAGCCATTCTAATTGCATAATTATTTTCAGCCGTTACATATGCCCCATTAGAATGCAAATATTCAACAACCTCCAAATTACCTACTTCAGAAGCTAAACGAATCACATAATCATTATCAACTCGTATATTGGCACCTTTAGAATGCAAGAATTTAATAGTTTCTAGGTTATTATATGCACAACGTATGGGATAATCATTTTCAACTCTAACATCAACACCTCTTTCGTGCAAAAATGTCATTATACGCAAATTTCCTTTATCAGATGCCCAACGCATGGAATTATCATTGTCATATCTAATATTCGCTCCTTTTGATATTAAAAAATCAACAACATCTAAATTAGTATTTTCCAATGCATTTCTGATTGCATAGTCATTGTCGGCTCTAACATTTGCACCCTTAGATTCCAAAAATATGACAACTTTTAATTTACCTTTTTCTGACGCTTTTCTAATTGCATAATCATTATCAGCTCTAATATTAGCCCCCTTAGATTCCAGGAATATTACAATATCAAGATAACCATGTTCAGAAGCCATTCTAATTGCATAATCGTTGTCAGCTCTAATATCGGCACCCTTCGATACCAAGAATTTAACGATTTCTAAATGACCATTTTCAGAAGCCATTCTAATAGCATAATCATTATCGGCTCTAATATCTGCACCACACGAATACAAATATTTAACCACTTCTAATTTGCCTTTTTCAGATGCGCAACGTATTGCGAAATTGTTATCAGCCGATATGTCAGCACCTTTAGAATGCAAAAATTTAACAATTCCTAGGTCTAAACAGCCATAACGTAGAGGATAATCTTTTCCAGCACGAACATCTGATCCTTTAGATTCCAAAAATTTAACAATTTCCAAATGACCATTTTCCGCTGCCACTGGCAGCCCAACATATTGCACGATCATTATATGATCTAATATCAGCACCTTTGGAATATAAAAATTCAACGATATCCAAACTTTTTTTATTAGCAGCTTCATCCGAACTTATATAATTAACAGCATTGTACACACAACAACTATTATTTGCTCTCACATCAGCGCCTTTGGAATACAGGAATTTAATGATTTTAAAGTGGTGTCCCTCAGATGCAAGACAAATTGCTTGGTCACTGCATGCTCTTACATCGGCTCCATTTGATTCCAGATATTCAACGACTTCATAATGACCATTTTTAGATGCATAACGTAAAGCATAATCACTAAGAGCACGAATATCTGCTCCACACAAATGTAAATATTTTACAATTTCCAAATGACCTTTCTCAGATGCCTTACGTATTGGCTCGTCATTATTTGATCGAATATCAGCACCTTTCGAATGCAAATATTTTACTACTTCCAAATGACCATTTTCACATGCTTCGCTTATGGAATAATTATTTTTCGTTATAATGTCACGATCCTGTGAATATAAAAAATCCAAAAGTTCTAAATGTCCTTTGGCAGATGAACAAACAGCATAATCATCAATGCTGGCACCTCTAGAAAATGGATATTTGATAACTTCCAAATTACCTACTTCAAATGCCCATCTCATTGGGTAGTTCATATCATATTTCGATTTTATACTATAGTTTTTAGATTCCAATAATTCAATAATTTGTTTTTCACTAATGTTCATCAAAGATAGTTGTATGAATTATTTTTTTGATTAATATATAAATTTTCAATTTTTAATAAAGTGGATTATTATTGTTGTATCTAAAATGAACTTATAAAAAAACGTTTATTGATGATCGATCATATAATCTTTACACAATAATATTTCTATGACACAATCTCAAATTTCCGGATAATCCGATACCCCCCATGGAAAATGGCATATAATCTTTAGGACATGGTTTTGTCACACTACTTGGATTATTTGATCCACATATCCAATTATCTTGCTCTGTGGCCATTCCACAAATAGAACCATTATAATCTGGTATATTTTCCAGGTTTTTCCAGCAAAATGCCATATTATTTGTATAAAACACGCGTCCATTTGCATATAATATTTGCAAATTTCGCTTGTATTGAGCATATCCGCTCGGACATGATATGTACGGATTATGGTTATCACAAGGCATATGGTTTACTCCATTCGATATACCACATATTGAGCCGATTGGAGATGGCTCTGAATTATTCGTTTGCTTACTACAAAATTTAGATACTACAATATATCTATCAACCAAGTAATCAGGCTCATTTCCTGCAACAATGTCTTGTAATTTATATATAATTTTTTGTTCGTAACCCAACGGACATTTTTTGTCAACATTAAGTCCATCACATTCATTATTAACGTATTGATTATAACTTTCGGCATAAGGAGGTTGAGGAATATTATTTATTACTCTTATTTGTTTTATATTGAGTGCAACAGAATAACCACAAATACTGCCTTGATAAATTGGTACCCTTAAATCGACCTTTTCAGAACAATCTATACCTGCAAAACCATTTTTACAATTGCATTTTCCCATATTAAAATACTTATCTGAAACACATTCGCCATTGCCAGAACAGTTATTATAACAATATAATGGAGATATTGCGTATTTTGCGATTCCTTTAATAAAATTTTCTTTTTTATTTCCAATGTCTGGATCATTTGGAAATCTATTCTTGTCCAATAAAAATGGAGTCCAATCTAATTCTATGTAAATAGGTATGGAATTGGTGTCCACAGTGGTTACCCATTTGTTGAAATCTAATATTCCACTTGTTCCTCCAAGAGTTCTTGTTTCAGATGATTCCACGTAACTCATAAATTTTGTGTGAATCTTTTTATCATATGATCCTTCCTTTCTTTGACCCATTGAAATACCCAATTCAACGCTAGCCTCTTCTATAAAAGAATAGTTGGATTCTTTGAGGTATTCAAAACTATTCTTTTCGATTGTCATTATATTTTGTCCTATGCCTCCTAACATTAACTTATTAACATAAGTCGGGCCAAATTTATTCAACATTCGTCTGACATAGGTTTCTATCTCATCATTGAATTTACCTACTGGCATATATTTGATTGCATTTTTAAATTCATTTGATAATTCCATTTCTGTATCGTACATTGATATTTCATAAACAGTTATTATTGTTTTGGTTACTATTAATACTTTTTTCATTTTCAAAATAGAGTTTATAATTTCTTTAGTGGATTCTGATTTGGAATACGAAAATGAATCTATTCCCAATTCCTTAAATTCTCCCGAAATATCTAATTTAACACTTGATGATGTTGATTCGTATAATTCATTCAATGATGACATCTTTACAGTCTTAGATTTAAAATCAGTTGAGGATATACATCTAAGATCCGTATGTTGAGGTATTAATTTTTTTGTACAGCTTCCAAATGGCTCGTGTGTGTAATTCAGATGAAATATATTCGATTTAAACGACTTCATAATGCACAATGGAGTATCACATATCGGTGATGCACTAAATATGTCATATGATGCTCCAATCATATTGGATCCCTCCACAACATCAATGGCTTTGCAAATGCTTATTAATATTAATAATAATAATAAACACAGAATTTTCATTTTTGTCCATATTTTTATAAGACTATGCTGAGTCTTAAATTTTCATTTTTTTTTGTTGAATTTAGATGATATAATTTATGGTTACCAGAAATAACATATAAACAAAATTATTTGAATTGAATAATAACATCATTGTTCACCATTTTGTAAGGCGTGAATGGTTTAATTGGATGATATTTTATTGTCATCTTATATTCACCGTAAAACTCATAACCTCCAGGGAGCAAATCTGACCCTGACAGATCTTGTTCCGACATATCTTCTTTTTCTAACATATCTTCTTCTTCAACGTACCCATAATAATCTGTCTTATAATCTCCTAAAATTGTTATTCTGTTATCATCCTTTGATATTTCTATGTTTTTTGTGAGTTTTTTGATATTACATTTTGATTTAACAAAATCATTAAAAGTCCACTTTTCAAAAAATATTTTCAACATTTATATTAAATATGTTTTTTTGAATTTCACTTTTATTTAAAATATTTGAGATGTGGTCAAACAATATTGAATCATCACATTCAAAAATTTCATCTATATATTCAGTATAATTATTAAATATATCATCATATGTGCTGCTAAAATTCAAACTAAAAACATATTTCATTGTATTTGTTACTCCTTCAATCGGTTATAATTATGCTAATATATTTTCAATTTTTAAATTATTCATCATTGTCATCCACCAAACTAATTATTCTTTTAATAATTCTATTTCAGAGACCAAAGAGTATAAATTATTATCTTCTACCATTTCCTCAAAGAATTGTATAGTTCTATAATTGATCTTTTGAATATCACACTTGCTGTCATAGATCAATGAATAAACATCTAGTGAAATAATATCCTCCATCACAATTTTCTCTAATAAAAATTTTTCGTTTGGATCAATCTTTAAGGTTATTTTTGTTTCATCAACTTTATATTTATTATTTTCCAAAGTAATGTATCTCAGATATTTCCATCTGTTATTTATTGAAATTTATTTAGATGTTTTTATTTGTTTAAATATAAATTTTTTAATGGATAAAACTATAATAAACAAAAAGCATCTTTGTCTTAACATTGAAAGATGGTCCAAAAATAATTATCAGAAATATAAACTAAAATATGATCTACTTAGATTTTTGGAATTTATCTTTAAAATGATTATAGAAAAGCAACATGTCTTCTCCAATCATTTTTAATGCTATATTATCCGATTTTAATAATTCATTTATTTTGCCACGATATATATAGTCTCTAACTACAAAAGCCATATCTCTTTGTTTTGGTTTAAAACTATAGTCCTTTTCAAACAAAATTATCTCATCCACTGATTCAAAATATTTATCATAATTAAATGTAAAAAAGTCTTCTAACATATCTAATGATAAATGTTCGCGGAACCAATTTTGTATTTCCACAATTTCCAAAATACTCAAATCATTAGATGCTGACAGAATCAACTAATTCATTTGCTAGATAATTCAAGAAATTATGTACTATTGATTTTTCAAAGGGCACATAGAAAGTACTTTTATCATCTGAATAATTGTTCGCCACATAGGCCTGTAACAATGGACACAAATCTATTTCAAAATCTGATATTTTTATTAATTTGCCAAGATAATTCAAATTCATTGTTTATATTGATTTTGTTAACAAATCCATAAAATATTTGTGCTTTCATTTTTCTAAATTTAAATACCAATAGTTTTAATTTATGCGATTGTATAACATATTGATATCATTGAAGAACAGTTTTATTATAGCTACAATAAATAAATATGATTTACCTCAAGATGCATCTTTATAACGATTATAAAAAAGTATTATATCTTCGCCAATCATTCTCAGTACCATATTTTCCGAATCAAATAATTCTTTTTCTTTTATTTTCTTGTTATATATAATTTGGAGAAGCTCGTAACCAAAGTTCGCTTCATCATTGAATGTTTTACCAAATAAATTTACATTATCGTTAAATTCAAAATATTTGTCTGAATTTACTCGTATTAAATCTGTGAACTTAAAACCCAACTCACCACCCCATTTTACTTTATTTCTGAACCAATATTGTATGTCCATAATTTCTAATACACTCAATGCATTAGATATTTGTTTTTTATTGTCTGATTTATCTACAATATTAACTCCAAAATATTTACATATGGAATTCAATTTAGCAAAATCAACTAGTTCGTCTGCCTGATGAAGATAGTTTAAGAAATTGTGTACGATCGATTTTTCGAATGGAATATAGAAAGTACTTTTATCATCAGAATGATTGTTGGTTGCATATGCCTTTAATAATGGACAAGAATCTATTTCAAAATCCGAAATTTCTATTGATTCGCCACGACAATTCAAAATCATTGATTATAGTATTTTTGGCAATAAATGTACAAAGTATTTGTATATTCAATTTTTCTGGACACATTGACATTATTGAAGAACAGTTTGTTTTTGACTAACATAATGACGACATTGATGAACATTTTAACGGAATACTTAAACAACAATGATATCAATATGTTTGACAATCGCATATGACAACTTATCACACATTTAGTAGATATCTATTACATCCTTATTTTTGTGCGAATGATGAACATCTCAAATGTGCGACAATTATGCCAATAAAATGACATTAAAATTTATTAAATAATTTAGGCAAAAAAATTGAAATTCGAATTGATTGTAATGCCCATTATAAAAAGCTATATTTTGAACTTAAAGGTAACCGAAACCGAAGAGAACATACAATTATTGTTCTTGAAAAGTCACTCTACAGCATCATGGGTAGTAGGCTTTTCTAGGTATAAGTGATTGAGCAGAATTTATTCGAAAGAATATAATTCAGATCACAGATGACGCTATCATTCCAAAGTTCATGATAGCTGACATATGCGAAGAGCCGAAAGGCAGGGTAGTATGTGTTCAAGTCCGGTTAGTAACTGTAGTTACGTAATGGGTAATTGTAGTTCGCGTTCTTTGCAGGTTCGCTCGTACAACGTTTAGTTCTAAACATCTCCATTAAATTTATTTATTATTTTGATTTACTCAAAATATTAATTTATAAATCACAAAATGTATGATTATATTACAACATCTAGATTTTATTATGCCTATGATTTCTATGTATGCCAACATATTATAGCTTTTGTATCGACACAAAACAGGATCTAATCTTTATTAGATTTACTTGGACTCTTATATAGTTTTTTAATTTATTTTTTCTCGGAAAACAATAATTCGATTTAAAATTGAAAATTATATTTATTGATGGATCTTTGTACAATAGTATTAAAACTTCAATGAAAATCGAAACAATAAAAGAAATCAAAAAATTTAATTCTTATAAAGAGAAAAAATCGAAGGAGAAGATGAATATTAACAATATTATTTCAGCAAATAGCATAAAGTTAAGTAAAAATGATAATGATGTTTATGCATTGGTGTTAGATGGTAAAAATATTAATACTACTAAAGCTTTGGTTAATAATAATTTGTCTTCTAGTAACATTTTAATTTTAGAACGTGATGCGAAAACGTTTTCTATTATTTCAAGAGAAATAAAGAACAACAATTTTCAATGTAATATTAAGAATGATATGCTGAAACCTCAATACATTGATAAAAAAATAAATTTAGCTTTTTTCGATTTTATGCATTCCAAAATGACTAATGTTGATAAACAATGCATCGAACAATTTGTCAAAAACTTGGAACAATCCAAAGGAATTATTTCATTGACTTACTGTGCTCGTGGTTCTAAAGTCGATTTTCAGGTACAAAACGTTATAAAATATTTTGAGAGGTTAAAAAGTAAATATGATACAAAAATACAATTTGAATATATATATCCTTATAAAAGAAATTCTAGAGGTTGTGTAATGGTTTTTTACAATATTTTTGTTGGCAATTGGTCTCTTATTGAAACAAAATATAATATTCACCATGTATTATGCTTGTCGAAGGATAAGAAAAAAGCACTTGTTAAATGGTTCGGGTATCCACACGAATTTGATACTTGGGAACCCGTAGACAATATTTTGCACGACTTAAATTTAAAAGATGTTGATGATCTTTTAAATTTATAGAGCTGTTTTACTTTATTTCAAATTATGTATTTTTAATAGTCGTCTTCTTCAACATAAGTCGAAATGGTCAAACCTTTTGGCAAATCGGGTAATACTTGATTGTAACATTCACTAAAACTTAAATAGGTCAAACCTTTTGGCAAATCAGGTAAAACTTGATTATAAAAAGAACCAAGAGTTAGATGGGTTAAATTTTTTGGTAAATCAGATAATACTTGATTATAAAAGTCACCTAGAGTTAGATGGGTTAAATTTTCTGGTAAATCAGGTAATTCTTGATTATAATGGTGATCAAAAGTTAAATGAGTTAAATTTTCTGGTAAATTTGGCAATACTTGATTATAATGTCTTCCAAAAGTTAAATGGATCAAATTTTTTGGCAAATCTGGCAATACTTGATTGTAACAGTAACCAAAAGTCAAATGGGTCAAACTTTCTGGTAAATTAGGTAACTTTTGATTGTAGTTGAAACCAAAAGTCAAATGTGTTAAATTTTCTGGTAAATTAGGTATAACTTGATTATAACAAGTACTAAAAGTCAAATGGGTCAAATTTTTTGGCAAATTAGGCAATATTTGATTGTACTTGAAACTTAAAGTCAAATGAGTCAAACTGTTTGGTAAATTTGGTAATATTTGATCATAAATGTAATCAAAAATTAAATGTGTTAAATTGTTTGGTAATTTAGGTAATATTTGATTATAATAACGACCGAAAGTTAAATGTGTTAAACTTTCTGGTAATTTGGGCAAAACTTGATTGTATTCACCACCTAAAGTTAAATGGGTCAAACTTTCTGGTAAATTTGGCAAAACTTGATTGTAAAAATTACCGAAAGTTGAATAAGTCAAACTTTTTGGCAAATCTGGCGAAACTTGATTGTAATTACCACTAAAAGTTAAATGGGTCAAACTTTCTGGTAAATTTGGCAAAACTTGATTGTAAGAGCAACCAAAAGTTAAATGAGTCAAACTTTCTGGTAATTTAGGTAATACTTTATTGTATTTATGACCAAAAGTTAAATGTGTCAAACTTTCTGGTAATTTAGGTAATACTTGATTGTATTTATGACCAAAAGTTAAATATTTTATTGTTTTTGGAAAAATAATATTTCCTTTTATACGATTTATAATAATATCTTTAATATCAGTTTGACTGAGGTCTATATCATTTTCAGTCTTAACATCTACAATTATTTTATTATACTTTTTAATTGATAGTAATTTAATATCTTCACTGTTATCAATTAATAAAATATTGTTTGTGTTATAAATTTTCTTTACTTTTTCGATTGGTAAAGATTTCTGAAATTCATAATTGCTCAATTTGAAATTAACTAAAGTATCATAATTAGATGTTTCTACGCAAACATCATCCAATGTTATATAATGTCTATTCGAGTATATATTTTTGTTTATTTGTGATAATTTTATTGAATCTTTGTAGTCATCTAAAAACTTAGATATATGACTAATAATATCTATATTCATATTGATTTGCGCAAAGTTTGTCGATCTGAATAAGGTCTTTTATCTATATTCAAGGTTTGCCTAATTCAATTTTTTTATTTTCCTTTTTATTGCTTTATTTCAATTTATGTTAGTAGTTTTAAATTTAATGTTAATAATAATAAAATAAGAAAAGTATTTAAGTGATTATTGCATTTTCGAGTTTCTTAATTTAAAAGAAATTAAATTGAAAAATTGGTATAACATCAGAGGCATTGTGCCTATGTGATTTTTAATGATATTATCATCAATGTTAATAATAAAGTCCTATCCAAAGATATAAATAGAGTTTGGCCTTCTTATTCATATTTTGATAAAAATAATTTGTTAATTAGAGAATAATTGTTTGGTATTAGTCGAGTCATTCTGAGTCATTGCTCATTTTCGTTTACTTGTATATTATTTTTGATTGTATTTACCACTTAAATGAGTCAAACTATCAGGTAAATTAGGTAAAACTTGATTATAATTATAACCTAAAGTTAAATGAGTTAATGTTTTTGGTAATTTCGGCAACACTTGATTGTAACAATAACCAAAAATTAAATGGGTCAAACTTTCTGGCAAATCAGGCAATACTTGATTGTAACTGTGACCGAAAGTTAAATGAGTCAAACTTTCTGGTAATTTAGGTAATACTTGATTGTAACTGTGACCGAAAGTTAAATGAGTTAATGTTTTTGGTAATTCCGGCAACACTTGATTATACATATAACTAAAAGTTAAATGGGTTATTTTGTTTGGTGATTCAGGTAACTTCAGATTGTAATTGTAACTAAAAGTTAAATGAATTAAATTGTTTGGCAAATTTGGCAATGCTTGATTGTAGTGAAAACCAAAAGTCAAATGAGTCAAACTTTCTGGTAAATTTGGTAGTATTTGATTGTACTTAAAACCAAAAGTTAATCGAATTAAATTGTTTGGTAATTTGGGTAATACTTGATTGTACTTTCCACTTAAAGTTAAATGAGTCAAACTTTCTGGTAATTCGGGTAATGCTTGATTATAATTGTAACCAAAAGTTAAATGGGTCAAACTTTTCGGCAAATTAAGCAATACTTGATTGTAACTATGACCTAGAGTTAAATGAGTCAAACTGTTTGGTAAATTGGATAACTCCTGATTGTAACTAGAACCAAAAGTTAAATGGGTTAAACTGTTTGGTAAATTGGGTAATATTTGATTATATATGTAACCAAAAGTTAAATGGGTCAAATTTTTTGTCAATTCAGGCAATACTTGATTATAATAAAAACCTAAAGTTAAACGAATTAAACTTTCTGGTAATTTTGGTAATATTTGATTATATTTATGACCAAAAGTTAAATGAGTCAAACTTTCTGGTAATTTAGGTAATACTTGATTGTATTTATCGCCAAAAGTTAAATATTTTATTGTTTTTGGAAAAATAATATTTCCTTTAATACGATTTATAGTAATATCTTTAATATTAGTTTGACTGAGGTCTATATCATTTTCAGTCTTAATATCCACAATTATCTTATTATACTTTTTAATTGATAGTAATTTAATATCTTCATTGTTCTTAATTAATAAAATATTATTTGTGTCATAAATTTTCTTTATTTTTTCAATTGGCAAAGATTCGTGAAATGTACAATTATTTAATTTAAATTTAACCAACCTATCAAAATTAGATGCGTCAACACAAACTTTATTTAATGTTATATAATATTTATTTGAGTAAATATTTTTGTTTATTTGTGACAATTTTATTGAATCTTTATAGTCATCCATGAATTGAGAAACATAACTTATAATATCAATATTCATATTTATTTGCGCAAAATTTGCTGATCTGAATAAGATTATTTGTAACAAAGCCATTATCTATATTCAAGGTCTGCCCAATTCAATTTTTTTATTTTTATTAAACGCTATTAGCAAATATTACAATATTAAGGTTGCTTTTACAGATTTACATTACAATGCTACACATTCATTATCTTTTATTCAAAAATTGAAAGTGATAATGTATTGTTGGCGAATCCCCTATAATGATTCTAAAAATTGTATAAATTAATCAGCAATAAGGGGTCTCTAGTACTTACTACTTTCTATTTCAATCAAAAAATTATCAAAATGTTTAGATAATATTGTGGAATCATACTTAGAGTCTTCTTATTTATAAAACGAGTAATGAAAATACGATGACTATTGTTTTATTACTTTCCGTCGAATCTATTTCATATTTATTTACAATAACCATTGAATCAAAAAAATAACAATATAAAGATTTCCATTCAGCGGGTTTAATTTCTCCGGCTGATGCTACATTTAGAAATACGTATTAATTATTCTAGTGTAACAGACAATTTATGTATTTGTATTTAGAATATATAATTACAATTATAACTATTTTCCAAATGTTTCATACTTTAATATTTATTCTATTGAAAATATTTATTGAATCATGGACTGATCACAACTATTAAGGATATAAATTGATTTCATAATTTAGTTTGTAAAAAAATTGATAATGTTAATGCTAGACAAACAGTGTAAAATTTATACTCAAAATGAACAATCTTTTTTTAAACGAACCATTGGAAACAATTCCCACATTAAACAGAAAATACTATTGTTCACCAATTGTTTCATCTAAAGGGTTCACTCACTTAATGAAGCTCGTTCTATGTGCAAACAATGTAAAGTCTATTACCTTAATTAAAAATATATTACTAAATAATCCAGACGAAGTTAATAAACATAATGAAGCTGGGTGGACCCCTTTTATGTTAGCTTGTAGAAACAGTAATACCTACTCCAATATAGAAATAATTAAATTATTATTGAACTGTCCAAATATTGATATTAACAAACAAAATAATAATGGATGGACTGCTTTAATGTTTGCATGCAAATATAGTAAAACAGAATCCAATTTGGAAACCGTTAAATTATTATTGAATTGTCCAAATATAGACATAAACAGACAAAATAATAATGAATGGACTGCTTTAATGTTTGCATGCAAATATAGTAAAACAGAATCCAATTTGGAAACCGTTAAATTATTATTGAATTGTCCAAATATAGACATAAACAGACAAAATAATAATGAATGGACTGCTTTAATGTTTGCATGCAAATATAGTAAAACAGAATCCAATTTGGAAACCGTTAAATTATTATTGAATTGTCCAAATATAGACATAAACAGACAAAATAATAATGAATGGACTGCTTTAATGATCGCTTGTAGATACAGTAACACAGAATCCAATTTGGAAACCGTTAAATTATTATTGAATTGTCCAAATATAGACATAAACAGACAAAATAATAATGAATGGACTGCTTTAATGATCGCTTGTAGATACAGTAACACAGAATCCAATTTGGAAACCGTTAAATTATTATTAAATTGTTCAAATGCTGACATAAATAAACAAAACAATGAAGGCTGGACTGCTTTAATGATCGCTTGTAGATACAGTAACACAGAATCCAATTTGGAAACCGTTAAATTATTATTAAATTGTCCTAATATAGACACAAATAAACAAAGTAATGGCGGTTGGACTGCTTTAATGATCGCTTGTGGATACAGCAACACAGATTCCAATTTGGAAACAGTCAAATTATTATTAAATTGTCCTAATATAGACATAAATAAACAAAGTAATGGCGGTTGGACTGCTTTAATGCTGAGTTGCAAATATTACAATAATAGTTCAAGTATGAAAACTATTGAATTATTACTGTCTAATCCAAGTATAGATCCAAATAAGAATTTTGTAGCACATTTGATCCATGAATATAAAAATTTTGAATGGAAAATTATGATATTATTGTTAGACAATAATATCATTATTATCAATAAGGACATTCTGAATAATATTAAAAATTTGGATATCAATTTTACACTTGATCAATTACTAAATCCTTTATTATTTGATTTAAGTATATACGGGGAATTAATAAATAAGTTTGATGATAAAAATAAAGTAAAAAGGCAAATATATTTTTATTTCCACAAGCAACAATATGTACTTCCGAATATTGAAGTTCAAAGAAATAATATTTATTATAAGCCGAGTAATATATTATCCTTGTGTCACGAAATCTGTTTTAGATTAAAATTGTCCAATAAAAAAGATGTCTTTGATTCTATTAATACAAAGCTTAAATTTTTATTTGACATTAAAGACGAAGATGATATGTTGGAAAAGATAAAATTTTATTTATTGTAATGTATGAATTAAGAAAAAAATTTAATCTGGAGTACAAACAGATTTACCTATGTTAGTACAAACAGATTTACCTATGTTAGCTCAACCAATCATCACATTATCTAAATTATTCATTCACTAAACCTATACCACATTTAACATAAATAGACTTTCACTTTATCCTACCTATACTATCAAAAGAATTTTTGTAAATAATTCCCCAACAATAACATTGTGAACTTTATAAATGATAATAAAAATTATAAAGCCTCTTTGTTGTATAAAAACTTGATGGACAAACATTTTTTAAATGTAATTAAATATTCTGATGAATTAGTTAAAAATTATTCTGATGATTATAAATTAAAACTATTGGATGATTTACACAAAATATTATGTGTCGAGTGGTTTGATGTTGATTTAATTAATAAACTGAAATCTAATACTAAATTATTGGAACCTTTTCAAGTTGATAGTACCTTGTACAATCAGATTATTCATAAACAAAGATTTAATGTAAGAGGTTAGAAACCTGTTAACTACTTGCAATGGGTTATATTTTTGTTAAAGCGATATACAATGTTCAGTTCGGATGTCGTTATTAGTAAGAAAGAGAATTTTTATTGTAAGCATATTAAAAAAATATATAATGTACCGGAATTTAACGTTCAATATATTGATAATCTAAAGTCAATTGTGAGATAATATTTATTCGTAAGTAGCTATTTTTTCTATCTAATTGAATTAAATTATTTCGAAAAAACGGTGCATTATTCTAATTATCATTTTGATCATCTCGGAGTTATATCTATTATTCCGTCAATAAAATATAATAGAAAAATATTCTTTTATCTTTTTTCCCATGTGTTATTGTTTTAATTTCATAATAGTTATATGGTAGCAAAATGAATTTCGCAAAAATGTATATGTTTCTAATAAAATTATTTCGTATTAATAAAAATACTAAATATCATTTTGTTCATATCACTGTTTTAAATATTATTTTTATTTACTTGTTTTTTGGCTAAATATAATTCTGATTGTAAACTGATTTTATATAATCTGAACGAAATCTACTTATAATCTGAATGGAATCGTTTAATTTTTTCTCAAATTCCAGATTGGTAATTTGAGATTTTATCATGTCTAATATTCCACCAGAACTGTTGCGATTTATTTTTAAAAAGTCCATTTTAATTTCTCCTGTGTGTCTTATGGGCTCTGAATCTTTGATGTGTGCAGTAAATTCTCCACTAAATTTTTTTCCATCGTGCAATCCAGTAAATATTTTTTCTTTTTTACCATATGGCTGACTTATGTTTATTTCATATACATTTTTGTATTCGTTGGATTTGTGGGAATTAGGGTAATATGGATAATGTAATTTATGAGAGTAAAATGTCATATTGTCTATTCTTATATCAAGACCATCATCCAAAAATAATGGCGTAGATTCAGTAAATTTAGAAATTATTTCTATTTTTACTTCTCCCATCTCAATGCAGTATTTCAGTTCCTTATTGCGTAAATTTTTATAATCTCTCCTAATATCATTGATTGTTTTTTGTCTCAACTCGTCGTGGCAATATTTCTCGTCGCTCTTCATACATTTCATAAATTCACGAACAACATCATCAGCATATGACTCTATTTTATATGGTTTTAATTCAATATCTTTGCCAAATACATATTCTTTCATGTGTCTCATATCATTATCATCACATTTGTTTGCAATGTTAGAATTACTGTGATTGTTTTTAGGTTGAGCCATTGCTTTGACAATATCGTAATACTGTCTTAAATCCTTCCATAAATCCGTAAATACATTGTCATTAAAAGTTAAAATTCTATATAAAACCGCCTTACCATATTTATCATCGTGCATAGTTTCCGCAAATTTGTTTATGAGAGTTTTTACTTCTTCTGGTATGATATTGTGTTCAACTATTGGAGTCAGTAACATATTTACAAATATGATTACGAACTTCATTTGTTTTTCTATCAAATGGTGATAGTAAACATTTTTATTATATTCACCATGAATTTTCTTAAAATATTCGTCGATTTCTTTTATTATTGATTCATAATGAGGGTGTCGATTACCTTCATCATATATAAAGAACATTGATTTTCGGATAATGTCTTGCAATGAATCGTATTTATCTTTGAATTTATCATTTTTTTGATTTATAAAATGCTCGAATTTTTTGATCATTATATTCAATCTTTCCTGTTTTTTATCTTCAAAAGTTGGAAAAGGCTTGTTTTTATAATTACTCATGTTAACCACATCATCATATTTTGTAATCATGATTTGTATATTTTTGTTGTGGTGATGTGCATTCAGAAGATCATTAAAGACTTCTGTATTATCTCCATTCAATGCTCCTGGCTCTAACATTCTCTGTCCATTTATTATATATATACAGTTGTCCGCTTTGTCATACTCAATTTGTAATTGTTTTTTATATTTCTCTCTTGTTGCACTATCATCTGTTCCTTGAGAATCAATGATACATAGTGGACCATACTTGCAATCAAATTTGCGTTCTATTGTTATCGCCATATACTCGTAATTTTTATTTTCTCTGCATTCTTTCATTTTTTTTTTAATTTTTTCTTCTAGTTCACTGTCATTACTCGACGTTTTATGTTTTTCTGTAATCTGTTGACCAGTGTTATCGTATTTGATTATAGTCATTGTATTATTATCGTTATTTTTGATTGTTAGTGTACCAAATGTATTTTCATCGAAATCAGTTGGTAAATATTGAATTCCGAAAAAATCACGAATAAATGTAGTTTTGCCGACATTTCTCTTACCACAAATGATAATAGTAGCACTTTTTTCAATACGATCTTCCAGCATCATAGTAAAATTGAATTATTTATATTTAGAATGCCATACAGAGTTTTATGATTTCAATTTTTTTAGTCAATCTGCTATACAATCGATAATATATTAACCGATTGCTCATTCGTATTGTGGACTTATTAAAAATTCATACGACTTCGATTTTTTAACTAAAACAATATTGTACAATTGGTCTATAAAATAATGTAAAGTATAATTATTAGGTTAATTACATTATGAAAGAAAAATACCAAGTGCAGTTAGAAAAGCTATTTGGAATATACATATCGGAAATGAGAAAGGCATTGCTAATTGTTATATTGGATGTGGCGAGTTTATTACACAAAATAATTTTGAGCGTGGACACATCTTAAGCGAATCTAAAGGAGGAAAAGTGAAATTAGATAATTTGCAGTCACTGCAATAAATCGATGGGGTCTATGAATATGAATGAATTTATGACGAAATACGGGTTTAAATTTGCCGATAATATCAAACCAAAATACAAAAAGAACAACAATAATAGTTTATTGGGCTTAGACAATTATAATAATATGTCATACAACGAACTCAAAAACATTTGCAAAGATTTGTCATTATCTTCTAGTGGAAAGAAATCCGTGCTTATTGCAAGAATATTATGTTATTATGATTTGTCTTCATTGAACAACAATAATTGTGAAATCCTCAAGGATATATGTCGTGGTTTTGGTTTTATAAAATCAGGACACAAAGATAAGTTAATAGGAGAGATCAAAAAATATATGAAAAACAATTTTTTTGGAGGTAACAAAATACCTGCTTTAACCAAGAATAAATTTGAAGATAAGAAAGATATTTCGGATAATTATTGTTATAAATTTAAAAAGGAATATATTGAGCCTTGCATATCAGACACTAATATTGTTGCTTTTTTGAATAATTTGAACAATAAAAAATTAAAACAATTATGTACATTTTATGATTTTTCTAATCACGGAAAGAAAGAGGAACTAGTTAAAACATTATAAAAACTATCAATCGAAACAATAAAAAATCATATTAAAAAACACAAAAAATATAAATATTTCGTATGTTGTGATAGTGATAACAAATCACATAAATATTATAGTAATTCAGATAAATTTAAAAAATATGAAGTTAACACTAATGGTTATTATTGTATCGGAAATAAAATAAAATGTGAAATTTGCAATAAATTTACTTGGATTGATGCGAGCAATAATAAATTTTGGGAATTAGATAAACATTTATTTACGAATTATTAATCTGTAAATAAATTTAGAAGAGCAATTAAGTGACCCATTGAACGTCCAGAATTTTTAATATCATTTTAATAGGTTAAAAGTAATTAGGTTACTATTTCGATTTCCCCGTCTAGAATCTTATGGATAAATATTTTAAAAACATTTGAGATTATCTATTTAATTGAAAAGTAAATAGATGACAATATTGGACACAACACTTAGAATTTCTGGGATTATATGTTTTAAACTTTTGGAGTTAGCAATTAAATAGAGTAAAGTTATTAGGTTACTATTTCGATACAACGTTTAGGATCCACTGATATATAATTAAAAAAGTAAAATAAATGACAGTATTAGGGGGTTATAATTTGGAAACCGCCATTTACAATTTTATGGGATACATATATAAACATTTAAGGAAAGCTATTTAATTGGGAAAAATATTTAGGAAACTATATTTGGCCCCATTATCTAGAATTTTAAGGATTTTATATTTAAAACATTTAGAATTATCTTTATTATGGAAAAGTAATTAGGCTCCTATTTAGGACCCAACATCTAGGATTTTATGGATTTATATTTAAAAACATTTAAGGAAAGCAATTTAATTGAAAAAAGAAATAAGGTTAATATGTTGAAATTGACCTTGTCATAATATAATTTAAATTATTGGCAAATTTAACATTAGAATAAATATTGATCATTCATATCCTTTATTTTAGATTTTATTAAATTGGGATAATTAACAACCATATTCAGTTTATCCATTAAATTAATATTAAATTCAGGCATATTATATCTTTTTTTCTTGTAGGTAAAGTTCATATTCTTATTAACAATAATATCCAAACTAAACATACTATAACGTTTCAGCAAGAAAATGACCCATTCAAGGTAGTTGTTGGGCTTGCCACTTCTAATGTTAAACCTCTGTTTGTGACCTATTCTGTTGTATAATGTTTCATCCACTTTGAAGGACTCTAATAGTTTATCATTAGCCAATAATTTCTCAGTTAATTTAGTGTCAAACCATTCCACATTTAGAGCTATATGTAATTCATCCAATAATTTGATTTTATATTCATCAGAATAAGTTTTATTTAATTTGGTGTCATTGTCCAATTCCAAGTTAGTCAAATAAGTTTTATCAATTTTCATTTTATATAATTCTAAACATCTAAAGTGTTTATTATTAGTGAATATTGGCAGAACCTTTTCTCTAACCTCATCCTCGAATTCTAATAATTGTTCCGTATTTTTTACGATTCTAGTATTAAAACCATATTTGTTCATTTTAATGGTTACATCATTGAGTTTTTTACCATCCAGAACATCATCATTATATTCTTTAATCAAAATTTCGTTATATTCTTTATTCGAAAACTTTTTTTGTTTATCTTCAGTATCAGCCACAATTGAAATATTAACATATCCTTTTATCCTGAGTAAGTAAGGTAAATAATAAAATAGGTCATTTAAGTGTGACTTTAAATATTCATCATATATGAACAAATTATTGATTGCAGCTTCAATTTTAACATGTTTTTTGCTATAAAAATCATCTTCTCTAGGAATATGGCTATATATAAATTCTTCGGCATTATCCAACGTATTAAAAGATATATAAACCGATTTCTCAATGTAGAGGCTTATGCCTCGTGGGTGCCGAATTCTATTAATTTGCTGGTTAGCAAGTAGTGCATCTAATGGTCCGTTATTAAAATAAAAACCGTAGACCGCATGTGTTTTAATTTCATCATAAGAGAGGCCATATAAAACAGAAGGAGTGCAGAAAACAAATCTAATTCTAATTTTATTCCAATCGGCAGTATTTATGGTTTGTTCGAATTCATCAATATCCTCTTCAATTTCATCTAACTGGCTCAAACTCCTAAAACCATTAGTTCTATTGCCATAATCTCCAGAATAAATAATATATTCATCCTTTTCTAACTTAAATTCTTCAATAATAGGTCTAACAACAGTCTCAAAAAATTTCTGGTTTCTATTGGAACAACAAAATATTTTCTGATTTAAGGAATTCTTTTTCATATCTTTAATGATAGCATCAAGATTAGTATATATTTTGACAGGAGTATCTAATATTTTTTTGTTGGTATTAATGTGCAAATGGATTTTTCTTTTAGTTAAATCTCTAATGAAATTAATAGTGCCATTATTCATGTTATCATCGCAACCAATTATTTGGATACAGTTAGGATCATTTAAAATGCTTTTAAATATTTGGACCATTTTTATTCTATTACTAGTCATTTTCCTCATCTTATTATTAAAGTGAGAGCACAAACTAGCAACTTCATCTAAGAATAAAACATAAAAATCATTATTTACGTTAATAAATTTGTCAATACTGTCGAGTTGGTAAACTTCATTTAATCCATGATCATTAGTTTTCTGATAGTTGATAAGATCAAATTCCATTTCGTGTGTATTGGAAAGCGAAACTCTAGAAACTAAAGATAAAAGTTTAATGTCATTTCTTTTATCAACTATAATTTTATCATCAGGATTATCTAAAGGATCAAAATCATCCCAAGGATTCATTACATCATCATAAGTCATAAATTTTTTGTATCCTTCGAGTATTTTTTTACTATTAGCATTCAAATGTTTATAAACTTGTTTTAGAAAATAGGTTTTCCCATCTCCAGTTCTCGCTTTAATCAACAATATATCCTTTAACTTTTTACTATCAAATATATCTATATTTTTGAAGGGAAATTTCTTGTCATCTCTGGGACATATACTTTCTGCATCAAAATAATTAACATATAAATTAGAAACCTCATCGAGCATTTTTTTGTCAAGCAAATCGAATTTTCTCTTAACAGGCATATTTTCAAGTTGTATATCGTCAAATGGTTTAATTTTTAAAGTAGGCAAATATTGAAGTTCTTTATGGATAAATTTGCAGCAATCCTTCAATAATTCATCATTGACAGTCTTATTCTTGCGCAAATGCAAACCATCAAAAACTAGACAATCAATTTCATAGCCTTCACTGACAAAGAAAGTGTACATACATTCTAATATTTTTCTTTCTTCAGTTTGCAACAATAAACTAAGAGCAGTACCATTAATATTCCAATAGTCAGCACCTTTCTGCTTAATAGCCTCTTCTTTATAAATAGGATAAATATTTAATAATTCAATAGTTTTTTGGTTAATTTCTGAAATAAGATTCTGAATATCATTAGGCAAATCAGATAAATCGAATCCATAATGTTTCAACTTGCCTAAACCACCTCCGAAAATTAGCTGATACATAATTTCTTTGATCTGTCTTCTTTCAAGTTTGAGCTTATTAATCATTTCATCAAATAAGGCATCTCTATTATTATTATAAATTTTAATATATTCGTATTTCAGCTTATTTTTAATAATTAGTTGTTCCAAAATAAAAGGTTGACAGTTGACAATATCAACATCATAATATAAATCTTTTAGAACGTAACATTTAACTTGATTCCAAATAAGTGACTGAGTAACACAAGATTTTTTAGTTTTAATATAATTGCCATCGTTATTTTTATTTAAAAGTTTAGTTATGACGGCCTTCATTCTACCAATACCATTTTCGGGAATAATATAGGAAACATTATTTTGATAAATATAGTTATTCTTATTTTTATTAGTTTTAGTGGAATATTTTATGTATTTTAGCATACTTCTATTATAAGATTCATCAAGAACACCAGCCAATATCATCTCATTCATTTTTTTACAATCGAATTTCTCGTTCAATTGAGCAAAAATATTTTCTCTTTTAATAATGTGATTAGTTGTAAGACCAATGCAATTATCACCGATTTTTTTAATATCGAACATAACAAATTACAAATATAAAATTAGTATAGATAATAATTTTATACATTTTTTCGCAGGACATTTTTGTAAAATCTATATATTTTAAATAATTGAATAATAGACGTAAGATTTTACAATATTATTTTTAGTTTTATTTTTGGTAACATATGTAAAGTTCAATCCAATATCTTCACAGGCAGCCCTAATAAAACTTAAAATATAATTTTTAATTTGAGTTCTTCTATACCATTGGCACTTTTTTTTGTCAAAATATTTAAACAAATCTTTCTCCATCTTGTTGTAAGTATTAATATTCTCCTCTTTAATAATATCATCTCTATCAACATTCTTAAATTCAGTTAAATCGTCAACATTATTCATTTTTAAATTGGTCAAAATACTATTTATCAATTTCAATAAGATAATATATTTGGGATTATTTTTATCAACAGTCTTTTTACCTTTAACTAATATTTTTTTATCATTTTTATTAAGAGTCTCAACATTGTCTTTAATTTTATTGTCAACCTTATTACTTTTTTTCAGTTGTTCCCATTTATTGTGAACCATTAATATTTCGTTGATATATTGTTCATTATCTGTTTTATCCAATTCCATTTTTAGTAATCTAACTTTATCAGGAAGAGATACATTGTTTATATCAATCATATTTTATAATAATATATAACACTCATTTAAATATACTAAAATTTAATCAAAAATAAAAAAGAATATAGTTAGATAATTTAGTTTAAAGGAATTATGTAATAAAATAAACAAAATTCAAAGATAATAGAGTGTGAGATATATAATAGCATTTGTGTTAGACTATATGTATAGGATAATTATCTAAACAAAAGAGTTTAATATTTTCTATATATTTTTTATTGTCAGAAATTATGTATCGCGCATAATTCTTGTTTAATTTAATTTGAATAGATTGTTTGTTGTCCGTAATTTCAGGTAAAATCTGATTGTACGATTTGCCGAAAGTCAAATGAGTCAAACTGTTTGGTAAATTAGGTAAAACTTTATTGTAATAATTACCTAAAGTCATGTGTGTCAAACGTTCTGGCAAAACTGGCAATATTATATTGTAAATATCATCGAAAGTTAGATGAGTCAAACTTTTTGGCAAATCGGGTAATACTTGATTGTAACAATAACCAAAAGTTAAATGAGTCAAACTTTTTGGCAAATCGGGTAATACTTGATTGTAACAATAACCAAAAGTTAAATGAGTCAAACTGTTTGGCAAATTAGGCAATACTTGATTGTAACAATAACCAAAAGTTAAATGAGTCAAACTGTTTGGCAAATTAGGCAATACTTGATTATAACTGTTACCAAAAGTCAAATGAGTCAAACTGTTTGGCAAATTAGGCAATACTTGATTATAACTGTTACCAAAAGTCAAATGAGTCAAACTGTTTGGCAAATTAGGCAATACTTGATTATAACTGTTACCAAAAGTCAAATGAGTCAAACTTTCTGGTAATTTAGGTAATACTTTATTGTATTTATGACCAAAAGTTAAATAGGTCAAACTTTCTGGTAAATTAGGTATAACTTGATTATAACAAGTACTAAAAGTTAAATGGGTCAAATTTTCTGGCAAATTAGGCAATACTTGATTATAACTGTAACCAAAAGTCAAATGAGTCAAACTGTTTGGCAAATTAGGCAATACTTGATTATACCTGTAACCAAAAGTCAATTGAGTCAAACTGTTTGATAAATTAGGGAACACTTGATTGTAAGAGAAATCAAAAGTCAAATGAGTCAAACTGTTTGGTAAATTGGGCAATACTTGATTATAACAAGTACTAAAAGTTAAATGGGTCAAACTATTTGGCAAATTAGGCAATACTTGATTATAACTGTAACCAAAAGTCAAATGAGTCAAACTTTCTGGTAATTTAGGTAATACTTGATTGTATTCATGACTAAAAGTCAAATGTGTCAAATTTTTTGGCAAATTAGGCAATATTTGATTGTAATTACTACCAAAAGTTAAATAGGTCAAACTTTCAGGTAAATTAGGTAAAACTTGATTGTAATTACTACCAAAAGTTAAATAGGTCAAACTTTCTGGTAAATCAGGCAAAAACTGATTGTAATCATTGCCAATAATTAAACGAATCAAACTATCAGGCAATTTAGGTAAAACTTGATTAAAATCATCACAAAGAGTCAAATATTTAGTATTCGATGGTAACAAAATTTTATTGTTCAAACTTTCAATAAAAACATAATTAACATCAATATTGCTCAAATCTAAATCAGTGTCACAATGTTCACGGATACTAACAATTAATTTAGAGGTATTTTTAGGAACAAATTTAGTATCCTTGTAACTCTCAATTATGTAGATGTTATTTTTTTTATAAAAATTTGAATCAAAAATAACTAAATTATTGTCAACACTAAAATCAACTAATAAATAATCTTTCACAGAATTAAAATTATAAACATTGACATTAACATTATACAAAGTAATATAATTTTTATTTGAGTGAATAAGCCTGTTAATTTGAGATAATTTAATGGAATCTTTATAATTTTCTAGAAATTTGGATATATGGCATAAGATATCAATATTCATATTTAAATTAAAGTATTTATTTTTATGACAATATATATTAAATTCAATTTTTTCAAATAAGTTGAGTATTGTTATAGTTGAAATATTTTATTTTTATAAAAGTGATAAAATAAGAATTAAGATATTGGAAAAATGTTTAACTGAAAATAATCATATATTAAAATATTTTTTAATTATATCGAAAGTTCAATGAGTCAAAATATGGAGTAAATAAAGTAATTAATCTGAAAGAAATATTTCGAAAGATTATAAGATACTTTGAAATAAAGTGACAAATATGCAGGCAAACATAATGACACCATTGATGTTAAACCTGTGGAAGTACAACAATATTTCCAACAATGAAGTATATATGTTTGTCAGCATATTCATCAATAGAATCAACAATAAAACAACAAGGATCAAATCTAAATATAAATTAGAATAGAAAGGATACAGCAATAAGAAAACTAAAATATATTTTTAATAAAGTAATTTATGAACTGTAGACTTTTCAGTTACCTTATTACTTTTTCGTAAAAAAATATTTAAATCATTTTATTGTACTAAAAAATATTACTATTAATTTGATTAGTTTTATCTATAATTCGACAAGACAATGGCTCAATTCGTTTGAAACGATCATCAATTTCAAAAATTCGATCTATTTGTGTGTTTTTTTTATATATTTTGGTTAAATTTAAATATTTATTTATTTACATTGATGGCTGTTTATAAACAACAAAAACAAATCTATTTATGGTATCTACAAAATGTACAAAAAAAAATAACAAACAGCTCATTTAATTAAAAAATGATCTAAGGATATAAAATTATAAATAATAAAATGGAAACATATCCAACAATAAAAATAAATAATAAAGAATATTATTGGGCCAATGATAAACATAATATTGACAAATCATTATTTATAGGATGCCGAAATAACATTAGAAATATTATTGATAAAAAAAATATAAACGAAAAAGATTATGTATTTGCTTATGACAAAGAAGGCAAGTTAATAATATCTAATATTAAATATTGCAAAGCAAAATTATATTTGAGTAAAGATTGGTGTGTCAACAATGTGCCAAATTTATCAAACGACAATAAAGAAGACAAATTACCCCCCAAAGTAAATTTAGAAGAAGATCAAGTGTTCATTGACAGTGAAGGTAATAAAAGTAATATAACAATGAGAGGAGAAAGAAGTTATGATAAATGTTATTTTAAAGTGGAGGATATAAGTGAAATATTTGAGATGAAAAGTTTAAAGAAAAACATACTAGACAAAAACACAAAATATATGATCAATAAGCATTATAAAATTTTTACTTGTACAAATCCCCAAAAAATGGGTCAATAAAAAATGTTAACTTACATCTTAAATACTATGCATATATAGATCAACAATATATAAGTAATGCAGAATCAGATATAAGTGAATATTTTGATGCGATAGGATGCAAAATTCAGTATGAAAATCATAAAGAATTAGTAGTATTAGACCCAACCAAATTGAACAAATTAGTGAAACAGCAATATGTCAATTTATCAAATATGTATGCTGGTCACATCAAAGATTTAATAAAGAAAATCGAAAATTTGGAGAATAAATTGTTATTACAAGAAGAAAAACATAAAAATGAAATACAAATCGAAAAACATAAAGTAGAATTACTGGAAAACGAATTAAAAAATCAAAAAGAAATAAGTGAAAAAGATAAGATTATTTTGCAAATGCAAGTCAAAATGTTGCAAAATGGAATTAAATTAGATAAATGATAACACTTATAAACTTACAACAAGTCTGTCAGCATATTCATCAATAGCATTCACAATAATACAACAAGGATCTAATATAAACTTCGTTTACATTAAATCAGGCAAAGTAATAAGACAACCAAATAAAATTAGATTTGCAATAGATATTTTTTCCAATATAAATCCGATAACTTAGATAAAATAATTTATAAAATCTATCTGCTCACCTTATTACAAATATTTCAACCAATAAAATATAATAGATCCTAATTATATCCTCTAATTACTATAATAAATTGTTGTTTTGCTGATTGATTTATTGAAAAAACTTATTATTAAAAATAGTTGGATGCTATGGACAGATAAACTGACAAACATAACAATATCATTAATGTTTAATTTATGGAAGCATAACAATAAGTCAACAATGATTCAATATGTGTATCAGCATGTTCGTCAATAGCATCATCAATAATATAATAGGGATCAACTCGGGCAAGGTAATAAGGCAATAAAAATAAAAAATAGATTTGCGACAAATATTTTCCAATATAAATCCAATAACTTTGACAAAAAAATTTGCAAAATTTAATAGGTCACCTAATTACAATCCATTCCGAATATAAAAAATAATAGATCCTAATTATATCCTCTAATTACTATAATAAATTGTTGTTTTGCTGATAATTTATTGAAACAGTTAAATGAGCAAAATTGAGGTAATAATATTATTTTAGAATAGTTTGAAAATGCTATTGACAAATATGTTGACAAACATAACAACACCATAGATGTTAAATAAGCCAATATGTTTATCCACATATTCGTCAATAGCATCCACAATAACACAATAGGATCTAATATGATGAAATTCACATTATCTCGGCAAAGAGATAAGGCAACCAAATGTTTTCCCATTATAAATCCAACAACTTTGACAAAATAATTCATAAACCTTTTTAGGCACCTAATTACAATCCATTCCAAAATATAAAAAATAATAGATCCTAAATTTATCCTTATTATTACTAGAAAAAATGGTTATATAGCTGATAATTTATTGAAACAGTTAAATGAGCAAAATTGAGGTAATAATATTATTTTAGAATAGTGAAAATGCTATTGACAAATATGTTGACAAACATAACAACACTATTGATGTTAAATAAGCCAATATGTTTATCCACATATTCGTCAATAGCATCCACAATAACACAATAAGGATCTAATCTAAACTGCGTTTAGATTAGCTCGGGCAAAAGTAATAAGCCAACTAAATATTAATTAATTTGTCATAATACTTTTTACAATTATAAACACCATTTTTTATAAAATAATCCTTTAATTAGTTGTCTTGTCACTTTTCGAAAACAAAATATTAAAATGATTTTAATATCCAAAAAAACAAATGGTAATAATTAAATATTAGTGGATCCAAAACCATTAGAACCTCTATTTCTTGATTCGATGATATCAACATATTTAACACTAAATGGCTCTAAATGTGGAAAAACAATTTGCCAGTAACTATCTCCAGAAGATATAGTTTTGGTTTTATTGCTAATATTTAACACGTGGGAACCTAATTCGCCTGTAAATTCATAATCAATGAGTCCAACTTGAGGAACCAGTAATAATTCCGGATTATTTTTAATGCTACTTCTGTTCATAATCAAAAATCCATGTTTTTTACCAATAACTTGAGCTATAATACCAAAATTAATTTTCTTAATTTCATTGGGTTGTATGGTGACATTGTAACTGGCATATAAGTCAAATCCAGAATCAAATAAATATTTTTGTTTGCGGTATAGATCTAACAAATTATTATTTAAAATTTTTATGTGCAAACCACTTGTTGAATGAATATTGTTATAATACAATAAAACAATAATAACTGCTAATATAATTTTAAACATAATCATAATTATATTAAATATAAATAAGTAGGTTCTCTTTTTTTCAAATTTTTATTTATTGACAATAGCTTTTTACAAATTTACTGGATAGGCAATAAAATAGAAAAGAAATTAGATAACCAACATTTATTATTGTTACCTAATTACTTTTCCACATTATAATTGACTCATAATTTTATCCTTCTAATTACTTTCCTATATATAAAAAATAATTGAGAAGCCATTTTAGAAAACAAAATTAATTAATTGGGTTCTATAAAATTGAGCGGTAAGCAACTGTTTTTTAGATAGATCATCACTTGAACTGCCATTGAAGAATATATATTGTTAGCAAAGTTAGCCAGAAAACAATAAAACAAAAATCATTTCTATTATATCAATGCGATTGACAAATATGTTGACATACACAATGGCTTTATTGTGGTATTAGTTCTACATAAATGCTGTTGTAATGTTTACTTGCATATTTGTCAATCGCATTTACAATAATATAAACAGGATCTAATCTAAACTTCGTTTATATTAGCTCGGCAAAAGTAATAAGGTAACTAAATATTCAGTGATGTAAAATAAAGTTAATAAACGGCATAAATAAGGAACATGATCATTCACATTATAATAAATATGTTGTCTTTAGTGGTAAGTTATAATACACTCGGATTTGTCAGTGTAAAACAATCAAAACAATAACGATATTGATAATTTTATAAATAAAAAAAAACAATGTAAATTATTTGCTTTTCAATGGAACTCCATCAACCACAGTGTTACAAACGAGAGACTCCTTTGCAGCATTTAAACCACAACCAACAGCAGCTCCAACTACTGAACCAACAGCTATTCCAACTGGATTAACCGATGCAATTGAATTTATAGCTCCAGAAACAGCTCCGGGAATAGCACCATTTGCACATGCCACAGCAATATCACATTTTGGATCATTATTATTGTTATTAAAATTCACTCCAGCTGTTTGCAGGCATCCTCCAATAGGATTTTTGCCAAGAACTGTTGATTTTAAAGCTCCAACTCCACAGTCTTTTGCATAAGAACTATTATTTGATCTACCATTGTTGTTATTTGCAACCGAATTATTATTAGATGGGCTCGATTTTGCGCTATTGGATGCTGCTCCACAATTAGAAGGACTTGATTTGGCGCAACCATTGGAAGCCACAGATCCAATACTACAACTAGAAGAACTTGATTTGGCGTTACCATTGGATGCTACAGATCCAATACTACAACTAGAAGAACTTGATTTAGCGCAATTAGAAGAACCTATACTACAGCTCAAATTACTATTGTTTGACGGACCTGATCTACTGCTATTGTTGGATGGACCAGATCTGCCACCATTATTTGATGGACCAGATCTGCCGCCACTATTAGAAGAACCCGATCTACCGCCATTATTGGAAGAACCCGATCTACCGCCATTATTGGAAGAACCTGATCTACCACCATTACTAGAAGAACCTGATCTACCGCCTGATGCCATTTTAAAGTAACTTTTACCATATCATTTGATCAAGCAAATAAATGTTCAATTTTTTTCATTAAAATAAAATTGAAAATCATAATTCATGAAGGTAGCATAATTTTAGAAAATATTAATTCGAATGACCGATAGTTTAAAGTATTGTATAATAGCTTCTGTAGCCAGTTCAGTAATAGGAACAATCCTAGTCAAATTTGGTGATAAAATGTATTATTTTATCGAAAATATGACAAATCCTTTTTATAATGAGGTTACGCTTGACTTAAATTCAAGTTCAGTTCTATGCTATTCCATTAAAAAGTATTTAATTGATGTTTGTCAGAATAATGATGAATATGAGTTTCGACTAATAGATGGTGATAATGGGCCCGAAAAAATTCCAAAATATGATTTGTATAAAGTAATGCATAACAACGAACAAATTTATATAGATTTTCAAGATAAGTACATTAATATATACACATATACTTATTGCAAATATTTGCAAAATAAAAATAGTGTGCTTATTGATTTTTTGGAGAACAATTACAATAAATACTGTACATCAGACAGTATCATGATAACTTATCGTCAACGAGAAGGTGTATGGTCTCAATCCATAATAAGTAAGCCATGTAATTTTAACAATTCCAATTTGACAAAAGAAATGAGTGATGTGCTGGATGACATAGATAAATTTAAGAACTCCGAGGAAGAGTATAAAGAAAAAGGCGTTCCATATAGAAAAGGATATTTCTTGTGGGGAGTTCCTGGGTCAGGAAAATCAACAGTTGTTGAAATTATAGCCAAAAAATACAATTTAAGTATATATAAATTGGATTTAAATTCAGATGACATTGATGGAGCAAAGGTTGGTGATTTAATATCAAGTGTTCCAGAAAATTCTATCATTTTAATAGAAGAATTTGACAAACAACTTAAATTATTAAAAAGCTCAAAAATTAATAAACTATCAACAGGGGCAATTATATCTTCTCTCGATGGTATTCCCAGATTAAGCAATTCAACTATCCTCATTATAACTTCAAACACTGATGATTTGAATTTAGATCCAGAAGAAAAAGAAGCTCTTTTTAGACCAGGAAGAATAGATGTTATAGCAAAATTTGAAACAAAATTAAATATCACAATGAATCAAAGTCTATAAATAAAAAGTTGAGAATCTAATTTATTTTATCCTTTTAATTACCAAAAAAAGAATTTTACTTTTTGGCAATCTATTTACTTTCCTATTATTAAATATATGGAGAAATAATTAATAAATCGGATTTCATATAATTTCAGGCGATTGATTTTGACAACTGTTTCCTCAGAAGGATCACAACTCGAACTGATCAATATACGCAAAATTAGCCAAAAAAGCAATAAAACAGTTGTAGATTATAAATTCAGTGGTCCAAAAATTATTTCTATTATATCAATGCGATGGACGAATATGCTGGCGAACATAACAACATCATTGGTGTAAACTATCGCAACAATGAAGCCAATATGTGTGTCAGCATATTCGTCAATGCGATTAACGGCTATACAAAAAGGATCTAATCAATTAGCTCGGGCAAAGTAATAAGGTAACAAAATAAAAAACACTAATAGGTTACATTACTTTTAAAAACAGTTATTAACTTTATTATTGACACATTAATTTATCCATCTAATTACCAAAATTTAAATAATCATTTATCTGAATACTTTTTGGTTATTTTATAAAAACAGTAAAATTCAAAATTTTAATTGGTTTTTTAAATAGAAAAAAAAATATTTTTTCCGATTTAGTAAGTTAATTACTTTTCCATATTATTATAAATTTTTGACATTATCAATAAAAAAGAAAATGAGGGAACTATTTGGAACCAGTATTTAGGATTTATAGAATATAAATATTCTTAACTTATTACTTTTATAAAATAAGGAAATTTGAGGTTATTCCCAATATATTATATTTTAATTAAAAGCAGTTTTGCTTGAAAAATAGTTCGAGGATATGAACCATTGAATTATAAGATATATTGAAACAATTCAATAAATAATGCTATTGACAAATATGCCGACGAACATAATAACACACAATGCTCATATGTCTGTCCACATATTCACCAATAGCATTTACAATAATACAAAATAATCTAAATATAATATTAAGTCACCTTATTACTTTACAACATGACGAATAACTTTATAAGGAATCCATTAATTTATCCATTCGATTACCAAAAATATATTATCATTTATCTGATTATTTTATTGTCATTTTATTGGTTTTTTTAATAGAAAAAATATTGGATTTATTCGAATTAGCAAGTTAATTACTTTTCCATATTATTATAATTTTTGGACAATTTAATTTAAAAAGTAATTAGGTTACAAATTGAAAACCAACATCCATGATCCACTGGAGATCTGATTTTCTTATCTTATTACTTTAAAAAAATGAGCAAATTTGAGGTTGTTCCTAATATGTTATATTTCAATTAAAGGCAGTCTGGCTCAAAAAAACAATTCAAAAAAAGAACCATTAAATTGTAGCAATTCAATAAATAATGCTATTGACGGATATGCTGGCGAACATAATAACACCATTGATATTAATCACAACAATGATGCTCATATGTCTGTCAACATATTCAGCAATAGCATTAACAACAATACGAATATTCTGAGCATTGCTATTAGTCGCCTTATTACTTTTTCAACCTATATATAACTTTATAAGGAACCCTGTTAATTTATCCATTTAAATACTTTTTTGATCATTTTATTAAAACAGTGAAATAAGGAAATTATTTAAGATCCAGTATTTAGGAATTATAGGATATATAATTTGTTTATCTTATTACTTTTAAAAAATAATCAAAATTGAGATAATTCCTAATATATTATACCTTATAAATAACAACAATAGATTATCAGACATTTTGAAACAATACAATAAATAATGCTATTGTTGAATATGCTGACGAACATAATAACACCATTGATGTAGATTACATTGGCTACAACAATGATGCTCATATGTCTGTCAACATATTCACCAATAGCATTCACAATAACACAAAATAATCTAAATATCAATAAATAGTCACCTAATTACTTTCCAACCAATAAATAACTTTATAAGGAACCCATAAAATTATCCATCTAATTACCGAGAATTATAATATTATATATTAATTACTTTTTTGGTCATTTTATTGAAACAGTAAAATTCAAAAATTTTATTGGTTTTTTTAATAAAAAAAATATTGGATTTTATTCGAATTAGCAAGTAAATTACATTTCTAATTTATAAATTTTTTTGAATAAATTTAACTTAAAAAGTAATAAGGAAATCATTTGGAATCCAGTATTTAGGATTTATGGGGAATATATTTTTCTTATCTTATTACTTTTTAAAAATAAGGAAATTTGAGGTTATTCCTAATATATATTATATTTTAATTAAAGGCGGTCAGAAACTCAAAAAGTAATAAGGTAAACAATTGGAATGAAAAAATAAAAGTTCAAAAGTAATAAGCCGAACAATACAAAAATACGAATTATAAGGAATTTTGTAAAATTTGAGAGAATTAAAAAAGATAATCATCTTTATCATTTAATTTTTGTTTATCATATTCCAATTTTAATTTCATAATTTGTTTATCATATTCGACTATAATATTTAATTTATTCAGCAGTTCACCAAATTGAGGCACGGAAAACTGATATTGTTGTTTATTTTTGGAAACAGATAGATTCTGACTTTTATTGACAATTAAATCAGCAGAAAACATGGTATATCTCTTAAGCAAAAAAATGACAGAATCGATATAATTTTTTGGTTTATCCTTGGCTCTAACATTAAAACGACTAGGATGGCATATCCCATCACACAATTCTTTCGGAAAATCAAATGGATTCAAAACATTTTCACCTTTAGATTTCAATTTATTGAGCAGATCAGTGTCAAACCATTTAATCTTCAGTAGTTTATGCAAATCATCTAACAATTTAATTTTATAATCATCGGAGTATAATTTGAGCAATTTTGTGTCGTCAGAAATTTCCAAACTAGATTCAAAGGTTCTATCAACAGTTTTTTTAAATAGTTCTAAGCACCGAGTATACTTATTATTAGTGAAGACATCTAAAACATTATCGCGGATCTTTTTTTCTATTTTATCTAATTTTGGATTACTATCAATAAACTTTTTACTAAAACCGAAAGATTTAAGATAAACATTAACAGAATCCATTTTCTTGACATCTAAAATACCATTTTTATATTCAGTAACTAATATTTCATTATATTTTTTGGTAGTATAGGCCAATTGTTTTTCTCTTGGTTTAACAATAACATTGATATTAACATATCCTTTCTTCTTGAGCAAATATGGAAGATAATAAAAGATGTCACTAAAATGAGATTTAACATAATGGTCAAAAATATAGAGTTCGTTGATTGCACAACATTCTCTAAATTCGGTCCATTTAAAATGATTATCAAAAACATTTTCTAGAATATGATTGCAACAGGTATCCAGATCTTTGAAGGGCCTACAAATTTGTTTCTCTATGAAGAGGTTAATTTCCCGTGGAACTCTCGGTCTGTTAATTTGCTGATTACAATCCATTGCATTTAGAGGTGAGTTGGCAAAATAATAGCCATAAACACTGTGAGTATATTTTTCGTCATAAGAAACACCATATAAAATGGATGGAGTACAGAATATAATTTTAATATCCGGCTTATTCCAATCGGCTGTTATAATTCTATGACTAAAATCGTGTACAATATCAGGATCATCAGAATCATTGTCGTTATAAGGCTGATTCAAAATTTTACCATAATCACCAGAATAAATAATATATTCATTTTCTTTTAATTTTAGTTCATCAATAACAGGTCTAACAACAGTTTGGAAGAACTTCATATTTTTATTGGAGCAGCAAAATATTTTAATTCCTTTTCGAATATCCTCTTTCATTCTTTTAACGGTATAACTCAAATTAGAATATATATTGACCGGTTGTTCAAATCTGTTAACTTTATTATTAACATATAAATAAATAGATTTTTTGGTGAGATTTTTGATGAAGGATATAGTGCCATCGTTTAGGTTATCATCACATCCAATAATCTGAATACATTTAGGATCATTTAATATTTTTTTAAATATATCGACCATACGATTTCTATTCATTCTCATTTTATCCATATTATTAAGAAAATGAGAGCATAAGCTAGCTATTTCATCTAAGAACAAAACATAATAATCATTATTAAGATTAATAAATTTGTCGATACTATCTAACTGATAAACTTCGTCTAATCCGTGATACATAGTGTGTTGGTAATTAATCAGATCAAATTCAATTTCGTGACTATTAGCCAAAGAAATTCTGGAAACAATGGATAAGAATTTAATATTATAATTAGGCTCCTTTATTTCGTAAGTATAGTCGGCAATATCAGCAGGATTGACTGTTCTCTTATTATAATCTTTAAATTTATTTTGGATTTTAATATATTTTTTTAATATTTCCTTATTATTTTTAATAAAATTGCGTACCTGTTTAGCAAAATAAGTTTTACCATCACCAGTTTTAGCTTTAATCAATAAAATATCTTTAAGTTTACCATTATCTTTGAACAAATTAACGTTAGAGAAAGGATCTCCATTAATAGGACAAATTTTATCACAATCAAAATTTGTAACAGTAATATCATTTCTATTGGTGGTCAAAGGATCAAAATTCCTACAAACAGTAATATTATTTAAATTTATTTTCTTAAAATCTTTAATGGTAATTTTTAGATTGTAGTCTAACTTGTCGAGAATATATTTGCTACAATCATCCAAAACTTTTTTTGTGACAGTCTTTTTCTTTTCTAAATGGATCCCATCACATAGCAAACAAGCGACAACAAATCCCTTATCAGTAAAGAATTCATACATACACTCCAAAGCTTTTCTTTCTTCAGTTTGCAGTAATAAGGCCAAAGCCGATCCTTCATAATTATATTTTTTTCCATTAATTTCCTTAATTCTCTTAGATTCTTCTAAATATTGTGGATATATTTTGAGCAGTTCAATGGTGTTAGTTTTGACTTCATTAATGTAATTTTTAACATTTTCAGGCAATTTATCATAAATCTGCTGATCAACTCTACCGCCAAACATAATACTAATAATCAGTGTTTTAGCCTCCTTTCTGCTATAATTAAAAGTGTTAATTATTTCCTGAAAATAAGACTCTCTGTTATTGTTATAAATATTGATATATTTGGTGCTCAATTTATTTTTCACTAAAATATGTTCTAAAATGGATGGTTGACAGTTAACAATATCGACATCATAATAAATATCATTTAAGATATAGGATTTTAATTCATTCCACATATTAGTTTGAGTGGAGCACGAAGTGGGAACTTCGATAGTTTTACCACTCTTATCCTTAACTTTTTTGAACACACATGTTTTGAATCTTCCAATACCATTATCAGGATATAAATAAGAAACTTTGCAAGAATAATGTTCCTCATTTTTTCCGTGGTGTTTTGAGTAACTAAGATATTTCAATATAGAATTATAATAGGTGGTATCAAGAAATCCGGACAACAGAAATTCCAAGCATTTTTTATAATTGAATTTTTCGTTTAATTGAACAAAAATTTTTTCTTTTGGAATGATAAGGGATTCTGAATTCTTCTGGGGAGTTGAAGTCAGTTTTCCCGTACAATCATTTTCAGCTTTATTGATTAGAATTTTTTTCATTATTCTAATTAATAACTATATAATAAATAAAAGAAAATAAACGCACCTATTTATTTTTTTTCAATAATAATAGCCTTTCTTTTTGTTTTAGAATTATTTTCCTTTGGATAAAAAGGGCTTAATGTATATCCAGAGTCCCTCAATATGGATTTAGTTAAGGATAAACAAGGATCTGGAACGTTGTTTTTTGCAAAATAAACCCATCCTCCATAGGTAAAATACTGTTTAACTTCGTGGACCAAATCTAATATTTGTTTTTGTTTAGCCTCATTACCATCCAATTCGTCAACATAAAATATTTTGTTAGTATCGGTAATGCCTAATATATTTAGCAGTTTATCGACCAACTCTTTCCTCTCTTTAGTATATTTAATATCTTTTGGCACTCTACCCATTCGATCCTTATTACTTTCTGTTTTTTCAACAACAATATTTTTATTGGAATCTCTATTAGGTGTTAATATGGTTGATAAATCGTTTTGTTGATTATTTGCCATTTGTTAAATGTAATATATTTGTTTCTTTATATAATAGATTAAAATTCAAATTTTTAATATCAGACAATAATATTTGAGAGTGATAACAAACATGTTGTCGGCATTGTGGAACAATAAGGTTTTAAGAGTGAACAACAATGACGACATTATGTTGGAAAGGATCTTATATAAACAAGTCTATATTAAATCGGGAGATGTGATAAAGTGGCCAAAAAATTATTAAATCGAATAGTTATCGATATATTAACACTATGCAATATAATTTGATAACTGAATAATAATAGCAAGATTTTGACAGTTAAACGTAAGACCAAATATGTTGTCAGCATTGCGGAACAGCTGAACTAGAAGGACAACAATGATGTCAACATGTGAGTAAAAGTAAAGGGATAAAGTGACAAAATTATAAAAACAATAAAGTTTTTAAAATGAACAACAATGATGACAAGATGTTGGACAGGATTGGACGAGGATATAAGTTAAGACAGTATGATTAGAATAAAGAAAGACCATAATATTACACAGTATATAAACAGGAAATAGGTTCAAATGAGTTGTAAGCATTGATGAGCAACCTGACTAAAAATATAGATGAAAGCATCCATTGAACTATAATCAAATATATTGAATCGGCAGAGAGGTGCCTATTTTTAATCCAAAAAGTAAACCACAAAACAAACATGTTGTCATCATTGTGGAACAGTTAGAATAAAGTATAACAGCAATGACGACAACATGTAACGTAATGATATTAACAAAATAAACTATTAGATAGAAATAACCAATTAAACAGTCGAACATGTTGGCATCATTGCAGTACAATCGGAATGAAAGTATTACAACAATGATGGCAATATGTAATCCATTGAAATTAACAAAAAAAGGATCTAATCTAAACTTCGTTTACATTAGCTCGGGAAAAGTAATAAGGTGATGAATTCATTCTAAAATAAAGAAAGTAATATGGATAAAATATTGATAGACAACAATTGAGTTAATATAATTGCAATGCTATTGAAAAACCATTATATGTGTACAACAATGTTGACAATATTAGATTTTAAATTCTGGATCAATTAAAATCATATTTTAACTATTTTTTTCTCTTTTCAAAATATTTTAGAAGCTCATCCATATTATTTTGGCATTCTATTCTGTATTTAACCATATCAAAATTTTTGGACAAATTAATTATTTTAGACAAATCTTCAAAAGTCAGATTAATATCATCATCCACTAATAAGCAAGGACCACATAAGTTCTTAAAGCTTATCAAAGATGCAATAACATTATACCGATCACCTTTTTCAAACAGATCTTTGCAAATAATAGCCAGTTTATAACCATGATCATCTAACCAGGTAATAGATATTCCGTCAGTGTATTCAGTATTTAAAATTTTATTAAATCCGAATTTATAAATATCGTACTCAATAATTTGAAAAGCACCACTTGGATTAATTAATATTGCTTTATTTGGATAAAAATATAAAGGCTCAGATCTTATGGGTTTTCCCACAACTTGTTCGTGTACAACCATATTAAAATTAGGCGAAATTATTTTAGGAACAACGGTGACCCCAGTTTTCCAAAATTCAGCATTCCATTTGTCAGCTTCCCATTGTTTCAAATAAGAATCATCCATATTACTAAGCAAAAAAGTGACAATATCATCGGTAGGTTTATATAAATCCATAATACCTATTTTATGTAATGGACCAGCAAAAGTGGTATCCAATAGTTTGATATATTGTAAATCTAATTTATTTTTGAGAGCGATCGTTAAAGGAAAAGTCGTCAAGAATAAATCCTCGATTGGCTCATTTATATTAGCTCCCTTATTGATTATTCTGGAAATAATGTGAAGATCCATTTTTAATTCCAATGATTGGAACAACATTTTGTTCAGCTCAGTTCCGTCCAAATCACAATAATTTAATTTATTGATAATTTCAGTTTTTATACCATTAGTATTCATTTTAATAATAATATTATAAATATATGTGTTTATGCGATTTATTATCAATATTTATTAAAGTTATATAAACCAAAAAATGATAAAAATTTGTTATGACAGGTTAAACTGAAAATATTATTGAAAGTATATCAAATAAGGAAAGAGGAACGAAATCATATACATAAAGTAGATTTGGTACACGTGGATTGCATAATTCTACTTTAAATCTATGAGAAACAACATACATTTCTATATTTAATTGATTATCAAAAAAATCTCGAAAAAATTTGGTAAATGCGCCCAAACTCTCATAATTCGTAAGAGTGTAACCAAATTCCTCGTTATTAAATTTTTTATTTTTGTGTGTCAAATAATGGTCCTTGTCTAATCGTATTAATGAGACCGCCGGAACGTACATATGATGTCTTCAGAAAAAAAATGCACTTTAACGCATTTATTTTGCATATCCGAGTCTTTTTGAATTTCGCCAATAAATTTTAACATTATCAATATGTAAATTAGATTGTTTGAATGATTGAGACAATGAAAATTCATTTTTTTTGACAATAACGCGATTTCTTTTTTTTATTTATTTCTAGACAAAAAAATTGAAATAAAATATTGTTAGCGATTATCAATCTATAATATTAAACAAAGGATGTTATCAATTCAAGCTGTTCTAGCAATATGCTTTGCTTATGGCGGAAATAAGAAATTATCTGATGCATTCAGTGAATTTGCAATTGAAAAAGAAGATGAGAAGTATTACAATGACTATTTAATAAAGGAACCTCTAAATAATAAATTTTTAAAAAAAGTAGCTAAAGAAGGAAATTATTTAGCGTTAAATATATTGAGAAACGAAGATCTTATAAACGAGGAAGAATATTATAAATATTTGAAAGTTGGTTGTGAAAAAGACAATTTAAATTGTATTGAAGATTATATATGTATATCAAGGAAGAAAGGTAGATATTGCGAAGTGATAAAGTATTGTTTAAAGCAAATAAGCTTCGGAATATATATAAATGTATATTATTTACTCGAAAGTTTAAAAGATACCAATCTAAAATGCCCAGAAATAATCGAATTATGTTCACTCCAAATCCAAAATGATGATTCAAATTATGAACCCATATTGTGTTTGGCAAGATATTTAGAATATAAAGGAAATTACAGAGAATCATTGAAATACTATTTGATGATTCTCGAAAGAAACTTAAACCCCGAAGATGAACAAGATAAACATTATTATTGTAGTAATATTATAAAAATATGTCATACTAATAACTTAAAGTACAAAAGATTTTTGAATTTTTGTCTCAATAGTCCACACAATGAAGAGCACACAAAAATGTATGCAGGAATATATTATTATAAAATAGAAAAAAATTATACAGAGGCAATGAAAATTTTAGGAGAGTGTTTGTTGTCGGGGAAACTAAATGTTTATTTTGAGGAAAAAAAAGTGCTAAAATATTTGATAAAAGTGTGTGTGGATGGAAATTTAACTTGCAATAAAGAGATAATCGATCAAGTAATAAAAGAACTAGAGCAAGAATACAAAGGGAAACAGAATGAATATGTCCTAAGGTTAGGTGCGATTTTTTGGCTCCTTATTATAAATATGTTTTAAAGGATCATTTAAAAGCATTAAGTGTGTATTTGAAGTTTTGTATTTTTATTGGTTCTTACAGTCCTTCTGAAATAAAACAATATTACGAAAATTTAACAACTCAACAAATAATAAATTGTCTGAGCGAATACGTTGAAAGAGGTAATTGGGAAGCTATAAGTTTTTTGAATCAATATGTTGATGATAATTTTGAAGACATTAAAAATTTGGATAAAAAACAATATTACAAGATAAAGTTTTTAGGATCGTGTATGATAGATGGAGACAAATATGCAAAAGAATATTTGAAATTATGCAATGTAGAAGATATTCCAGATATTGAAAAATATTGTACTTATAACGTAGTTAAATATAATGAATCATTTGACTATGTAGCCAAATATCTTATAAATTTATATTCCAAACATAATTTGCCGGTGTCAAAAGTGAGAAATATGATAACATCCGAATGCGTATATAAAGAAATGAAACAATATCACAAAGAATTGAATAAAATTAATCGTATAAAGAGAGCCCATAATGGAAAACCCAATAACAGTTTAATGGAGCTCAACGCTAGGACAATCGAGAAAGTAGAAAAAATATTAAAACATTATAGACAGATAAAACCTTACATATTTTCTGGAGTCTATAATGATATTATTGTAGTGAATTAATCTGAACAAGTTGAAAAGTCCATAATATTGACTAAACTGAAATGTACAGTTATCAATATATAACTATTTTCTCATTTAGGAATTTTATAAAAAAATTGAAAAATTAATTGTCAAATATTTCTAATAAGTAAATAACTATAACCAAAGTATGAAAAGTATAACTATCAAAAATAAACATCATTTTATTGGCAAGGATGACACTGTAGAAGTAATGTATAATTCTCAAAATGTTATTGATGATGTCATTATTAGAAGTAAAAAATTTAATGGCAGTATGCACGATTTAAATAATATAGTTTATAATGTATATTATTTATTTACCTTTTTTGGTGTTGGTCTAGAGAACCTTTCCGCAAAAGATATTGATAAAAAAGAAATGTTGGATATTGTAAAAGATATTTATAAAATTAAATTGGTGAAAAAAATTGTTTTTGTGCACGTGGATACTTGTACGTGCAATATGGGTAACTGTGGTGAACCGCTTGAGTATTTTCTGGGAGAACCGTGCGAAAATTTAGAAAAAGCATTTTGTGAGTTAGCATTTAAATATTGTGATGAGAATGATTTGTATGAATATCCAGATAGTGTATTTGTTTTTGTTGATCAAATAGATAAAAGTTATATTGCTGAAAAGATAGATAAAAAAGATATTACTGAAATGGATAAAATTGGTGATGTTATTTACGTGACCAAAAGTTATGAAAGATAATTAATGGTTTATTTATTCTGAAAAAAATTGAAATGAAATATTGTTTATGATTATCAATTTATAATATTAAACAAAGAATGTTATCAATTCAAGCTATTCTGGCAATATGTTTTGCATTTGGGGGTCAATATTACGAAAACAATTTAAAAGACACAAAAGAAGCTTTGAAATATTATAAAAAAGGTACAAAAAGTTATTTGTGCCTTGAAAGAATAAAAAAATTAGATGAAAAACAATACCACAAGATAAATTTTTTGCAAAAGGATGGAATACGTTGTGAAAGTCATTTAAATGAATATATCGAAATGTGCAAAAAAGAAGATATTCCGGATATTGAAAAATGTTATATAATCGTAAAAGAAGATAATTTCAAGTCAAATCTTATTACAGAATATCTCAATGGTATCTATTCAAAATATGATTTGCCAATGTCAAAAGTCAGGAATATGATAATATCAAAAAATGAATATGATAACATAAAAAATTATCATAAAGAATTGAAAGAACTTAATAATCGTATTAAAAAACTAGAAAACCAGACGACCAAAAAAACAGAAGAGAATCTAAAATATTATAGACAGATAAAACCGTACACATTTTCTGGAATTTATAAAGATGTAGTAATAGTGAATTAATTAAAGAATATAATAATATCAGTATTATAAAATCTTGATTTATTCAAATCATATTTACATTGCAATATATGAAAAATACTGTGTTTTTTATTATAGTTATAGTTTACAAAGAATGAACCAGGACCAACAGATTCATATCCCATAAAAATTTTATAATCGTAATCTAAATCTATTTCAGTAAAAGAAACATTTATATCATTTTTTATTTTTTTAGGAAATTTACGCAATATGTTATCAGGATAATCAATACACTTTTTTAAAGAATCAGATAAATCGATATCATTCACATCATATTTATCGATTTTTAATACGGATAATTCGCAAATGGATTTTTCATTGTGACTATAAGCATTATTCCACATATATGTTAAATCAATTTTAGTGGCAAATAGTGAAATATCATATGAATTTATTTTTATAAATCTCAATGTAAAATTATCATTACTGTCATTTTCAATGTCATCTGTTGAAAATAATTTTATACAACCATCAAAAAGAGTATTTTTATCAGAACAATTAATATATCTGTCAAACTTGTTGATATTCGGCTTTGAAATTAGTTTTTCAATAGAATTTTTTAGTTTATCAAAAATTATTGTATGGCCAATAAAATTTGTTTTTATATATTCGTAAATAGTTGACACAAAATTATGGAAACTATTTGTGCATAATATAATTTTTTCAAAATCATCACAACCACATACATTCTTTACAACAATACATAATAATATGTTCATGAATATATTCATAATTAAAAATCAAGAAGATCAGACATATATATATTCAGTTTTTTTAAAGTATTATTAAGACATTTATGGATATTATTTTACTTTCTATATCTACAAAGTGAATATAATATACAAAATTATTTGTACCAAAAATTGAACATTTATTTATTAATAAATAATGCAACAATGTTAGTGATTAATATGAAAAATCAAAAAATAATTGAGTTATTGGAATCAAATGGATTTGATATCAGAACTGATGCTAATAAAGCATTGTGTTGGGCATCAGAGAAAGGTCATTTAAAAGTCGTTAAATTTTTGGAATCTAGAGGCGCAGATATTAGAGCTGTAAATTATTTTGCAATAAGAAATGCATCATGTTATGGTCATTTAGAAGTTGTTAAATTTTTGGAATCAAAAGGTGCAGATATTAGAGCCGGTAATGATTATGCAATAAGATGTGCATCAAATAATGGTCATTTAGAAGTCGTTAAATTTTTGGAATCAAAAGGTGCAGATATTAGAGCCGGTAATGATTATGCAATAAGATGTGCATCAAATAATGGTCATTTAGAAGTCGTTAAATTTTTGGAATCAAAAGGTGCCGATATTAGAGCCGACAATGATATTGCAATGAGAGGGGCATCGGAATATGGTCATTTGGAAGTCGTTAAATTTTTGGAATCAAAAGGAGCCGATATTAGAGCCGATGATGATTACGCAATAAGATGGGCATCACATAATGGCCATTTAAATGTCGTCAAATATTTGGAATCAAAAAGTGCCAACATTAGAGCCGAAAATGATGAAGCAATAAGAAGGGCATCATTAAATGGTCATTTAGATGTCGTTAAATTTTTGGAATCAAAAGGTGCAGATATTAGAGCAGACAATGATTGTGCAATAAGATGGGCATCATTTAATGATCATTTAGAAGTCGTCAAATTTTTGGAATCAAAAGGTGCCGACATAAGAGCATATGATGATTATGCAATAAATTGGGCATCATTTGGTGGTCATTTAGAAGTCACTGCCCATTTATTGTCTAGAGGTGCCGATATTACAAAAATAGATAAAACTAAATCAGATAAAATCATAAAGTATTTGTATGAAAATGGAAATTTTGATTGTGCCATTAAACTGTTAAATTATTTTGGTTGTGAGAATGAAAAAATTAGAAAATCATTATCAAAAATACAATATAATCGAAATAATTTTATTGTGAATATTAGAAATAATTATACTGATATAGTTATTTGTACCAAAAATTGAACATTTATTTATTAATAAATAATGCAACAATGTTAGTGATTAATATGAAAAATCAAAAAATAATTGAGTTATTGGAATCAAATGGATTTGATATCAGAACTGATGCTAATAAAGCATTGTTATGGGCATCAGAGAACGGTCATTTGGAAGTCGTTAAATTTTTGGAATCTAAAGGAGTCGATATTGGGGCCAATAATGATTATGCAATAAGATTGGCATCGTCTAATGGTCATTTAGAAGTTGTTAAATTTTTGGAATCTAAAGGTGCTGATATAAGAGTCGACAATGATTATGCAATGAGATGGGCATCGGAAAATGGTCATTTGGAAATCGTTAAATATTTGGAATCTAAAGGAGCCGATATAAGAGTCGACAATGATTATGCAATGAGATGGGCATCGGAATATGGTCATTTAGATGTCGTTAAATTTCTGGAATCAAAAGGTGCAGATATTAGAGCAGATGATGATTATGCAATGAGATGGGCATCAAATGAAGGTCATTTAGATATTGTTAAATTTTTGGAATCTAAAGGAGCCGATATTAGAGCAGATAATGATAGTGCAATAAGATGGGCATCAGAGAATGGTCATTTGGAAATCGTTAAGTTTTTGGAATCTAAAGGTGCAGATATTAGAGCCGACAATGATTTTGCAATAAGAAATGCATCATATTATGGTCATTTAGATGTCGTTAAGTTTTTGGAATCAAAAGGAGCCGACATTACAAAAATAGATAAACATATGTCAGGTAGACTCATTCAGTATCTACATGAAAATGGAAACTTCGATTGTGCCATTAAACTGCTAAATTATTTTGGTTGTTATAATGAAAATATCAAAAAATCATTATTAAAAATACAATATAATCGTAATAATTTTATTATGAATATTAGAAAAAATTATACTGACATAATTATTTGTACCAAAAATTGAACATTTATTTATTAATTAAAATAATACAACAATATTAGTGATTAATATGAATGATCAAAAAATAATTGAGTTATTGAAGTTGAATGGATTCGATATCAGAACTGATGCTAACAAAGCATTGTTATGGGCATCAGAGAACGGTCATTTAGAAGTTGTTAAATTTTTGGAATCAAAAGGAGTCGATATTAGAGCCGATAATGATTATGCAATAAGAAATGCATCAAATGAAGGTCATTTAGAAGTCGTTAAATTTCTGGAATCAAAAGGTGCCGATATTAGAGCAGACAATGATTGTGCAATAAGATGGGCATCATTTAATGATCATTTAGAAGTCGTCAAATTTTTGGAATCAAAAGGTGCCGACATAAGAGCCGGTAATGATTATGCAATGAGATGGGCATCAAATAATGGTCATTTAGATGTTGTTAAATTTTTGGAATCTAAAGGAGCCGATATTAGAGCAGATAATGATAGTGCAATAAGATGGGCATCAGAGAATGGTCATTTGGAAATCGTTAAATTTTTGGAATCTAAAGGTGCAGATGTTAGAGCCGACAATGATTTTGCAATAAGAAATGCATCATATTATGGTCATTTAGATGTCACTGCCCATTTATTGTCTAGAGGTGCCGATATTACAAAAATAGATAAAAATTATTCAAGTGAACTCATAAAGTATCTCTATGAAAATGGAAATTTTGATTGTGCCATTAAACTACTAAATTATTTTGGTTGCGATAATGAAAATATTGGAAAATCATTATTGAAAATACAATACAATCGTAATAATTTTGTTATAAATATAAGAAAAAATTATACTGATATAGTTATTTTGAACAAAAGTTGAATTTTTATTTATTTATTGAAGAACTGTCGCAAAGAATGGTTGAATAATGTATTTAGATAGAAACAATGAAGACGATTTAAAAATTATCAATCTAATGAAACAAGATAATGTAAATGATATTTCAATTGAAACAGCATTATTTTGGGCATCAAAAAATGGCCATTTAAATGTCGTCAAATATTTGGAATCAAAAGGAGCCGATATTAGAGCCGATGATGATTACGCAATAAGATGGGCATCACATAATGGCCATTTAAATGTCGTCAAATATTTGGAATCAAAAAGAGCCGATATTAGAGCCGATGATGATTACGCAATAAGATGGGCATCACATAATGGCCATTTAAATGTCGTCAAATATTTGGAATCAAAAAGAGCCGATATTAGAGCCGATGATGATTACGCAATAAGATGGGCATCACATAATGGCCATTTAAATGTCGTCAAATATTTGGAATCAAAAAGAGCCGATATTAGAGCCGATGATGATTACGCAATAAGATGGGCATCACATAATGGCCATTTAAATGTCGTCAAATATTTGGAATCAAAAAGTGCCAACATTAGAGCCGAAAATGATGAAGCAATAAGAAGGGCATCATTAAATGGTCATTTAGATGTCGTTAAATTTCTGGAATCAAAAGGTGCCGATATTAGAGCAGACAATGATTGTGCAATAAGATGGGCATCATTTAATGGTCATTTGGATGTCGTCAAATATTTGGAATCAAAAGGAGCCGATATTAGAGCCAATAATGATTATGGGATAAGATGGGCATCACGAAAAGGCCATTTAGATGTTGTTAAATATTTGGAATCTAAAGGAGCCGATATTAGAGCAGATAATGATTATGCAATAAGATGGGCATCACAATGTGGCCATTTAAATATCGTCAAATATTTGGAATCAAAAGATGCCGATATAAGAGCCGGTAATGATTATGCAATAAGATGGGCATCACAATGTGGCCATTTAAATGTCGTCAAATATTTGGAATCAAAAGATGCCGATATAAGAGCCGGTAATGATTATGCAATGAGAAGGGCATCAAATAATGGTCATTTGGATGTCGTTAAGTTTTTGGAATCAAAAGGTGCCGATATTAGAGCAGACAATGATTGTGCAATAAGAGAAGCATCAAGGAATGGTCATTTGGAAGTCGTTAAGTTTTTGGAATCAAAAGGTGCCGATATTAGAGCAGACAATGATTGTGCAATAAGAAATGCATCATATTATGGTCATTTAGAAGTCGTTAAATTTTTGGAATCAAAAGGTGCTGATATTAGAGCCAAAAATGATGATGCAATAAGAAAGGCATCGGAAAATGGTCATTTGGAAATCGTTAAATTTTTGGAATCTAAAGGGGCTGATATTAAAGCCAAAAATGATTATGCAATAAGAAAGGCATCGGAATATGGTAATTTAGAAATAGTTGAATTTTTGGAATCTAAAGGTGCTAATATTACAAAAATAGATAAAAATATGTCAGGTAAACTTATTGAATATCTCTACAAAAATGGAAATTTTAATTGTGCCATAAAATTGCTAAATTATTTTGGTTGTGATGATGAAAATATTAGAAAATCATTATTAAAAATACAACATAATCGCAATAATTTTATTGTGAATATTAGAAAAAATTATAGTGATATAATAATTTTGAACAAAAGTTGAATTTTTATTTATTTGTTAAAGAACTACTAAAAGAATAATTAAATAATGCATTTAGATAGAAATAATGAAGATGATTTAAAAATCATCGATCGAATGAAACAAGATAATACCAATAATATTTCAATTGAATCAGCACTATTATGGGCATCACGATATGGTCATTTAGATGTCGTTAAATTTTTGGAATCAAAAGGAGCCAACATTAGAGCAGATAATGATTATGCAATAAGATGGGCATCAAATAATGGTCATTTAGAAGTCGTCAAATATTTGGAATCAAAAGGTGCAGATATTAGAGCTGTAAATGATGATGCAATAAGATGTGCATCAAATAATGGTCATTTAGAAGTCGTTAAATTTTTGGAATCTAAAGGTGCCGATATTAGAGCCGACAATGATATTGCAATGAGAGGGGCATCGGAATATGGTCATTTAGAAGTTGTTAAATTTTTGGAATCTAAAGGTGCTGATATTAGAGCCAAAAATGATTATGCAATAAGAAGGGCATCGGAAAATGGTCATTTGGAAATCGTTAAATTTTTGGAATCTAAAGGAGCCGATATAAGAGCCGACAATGATTATGCAATGAGATGGGCATCAAATAATGGTCATTTAGATGTTGTTAAATTTTTGGAATCTAAAGGTGCCGATATAAGAGCCGACAATGATTATGCAATGAGAGGGGCATCGGAATATGGTCATTTGGAAGTCGTTAAATTTTTGGAATCAAAAGGTGCAGATATAAGAGCAAACAATGATTGTGCAATAAGATGGGCATCAGAGAAAGGTCATTTAGAAGTCGTTAAATTTTTGGAATCTAAAGGTGCTGATATTAGAGCTGTAAATGATGAGGCAATAAGAAATGCATCATGTTATGGTCATTTAGAAGTTGTTAAATTTTTGGAATCAAAAGGAGCAGATATTAGAGCCGACAATGATTATGCAATAAGAAGGGCATTGGCTAATGGTCATTTGGAAGTCGTTAAGTTTTTGGAATCAAAAGGAGCTGATATAAGAGCATTCAATGATTATGCAATAATATGGGCATCATTGAATGGTTATTTGGAAGTTGTTAAATTCTTGATATCAAAAGGCGCAGATATTACAAAAATAGAAAAGAATAAATCAAATGAACTCATAAAGTATTTATATGAAAATGGAAATTTCGATTGTGCCATTAAACTGCTAAATTATTTTGGTTGTTATAATGAAAATATCAAAAAATCATTATTAAAAATACAATATAATCGAAATAATTTTATTGTGAATATTAGAAATAATTATACTGATGTAGTTATTTGTACCAAAAATTGAACATTTATTTATTAATAAACAATGCAACAATATTAGTAATCGATATGAATGATCAAAAAATAATTGAGTTATTGCAGTTGAATGGATTCGATATTAGAACTGATGCTAACGAAGCATTGTGTTGGGCATCATCGAAAGGTCATTTGGAAGTTGTTGAATTTTTGGAATCTAAAGGAGTCGATATTAGAGCCAACGATGATCATGCAATAAGAATGGCATCGCGAAAAGGTCATTTAGATGTCGTTAAATTTTTGGAATCTAAAGGTGCCGACATTAGAGCTAACAATGATGATGCAATTAGAATAGCGTCAAAAAATGGTCATTTAGAAGTCGTTAAATTTTTGGAATCTAAAGGTGCCGATATTAGAGAGTATAATGATGCAATTATAATAGCTTCAATCAATGGTCATTTAGATGTCGTTAAATTTTTGGAATCAAAAGGAGCCAATATAAGAGCTTTAAATGATGGTGCAATGAGAATGGCTTCAAACAATGGTCATTTAGAAGTCGTTAAATTTTTGGAATCTAAAGGTGCAGACATTAGAGCTAACAATGATGAGGCAATTAGATATGCATCACATAATGGTCATTTAGAAATCGTTAAATTTTTGGAATCTAAAGGTGCCGACATTAGAGCTAACAATGATGATGCAATTAGAATAGCGTCAAAAAATGGTCATTTAGAAGTCGTTAAATATTTGGAATCAAAAGGTGCCGATATTAGTAATACGGATGATTATGCAATAAGATTTGCATCACTAAATGGCCATTTGGAAGTGGTTAAATTTTTGGAATCTAAAGGAGCCAATATTAGAGCTATAAACGATGGTGCAATAAGATGGGCATCGGAATATGGTCATTTAGATGTCGTTAAATTTTTGGAATCAAAAGGAGCCAATATAAGAGCTTTAAATGATGGTGCAATGAGAATGGCTTCAAACAATGGTCATTTAGAAGTCGTTAAATATTTGGAATCTAAAGGTGCCGACATTAGAGCTAACAATGATGATGCAATTAGAATAGCGTCAAAAAATGGTCATTTAGAAGTCGTTAAATATTTGGAATCAAAAGGTGCCGATATTAGTAATACGGATGATTATGCAATAAGATTTGCATCACTAAATGGCCATTTGGAAGTGGTTAAATTTTTGGAATCTAAAGGAGCCAATATTAGAGCTATAAACGATGGTGCAATAAGATGGGCATCGGAATATGGTCATTTAGAAATCGTTAAATTTTTGGAATCTAAAGGAGCCGATATTAGAGCCGAAGATGATTACGCAATAAGATGGGCATCACGAAATGGCCATTTAAAAGTCGTCAAATATTTGGAATCTAAAGGAGCCGATATTAGAGCTGGTGATGATTATGCAATAAGATGGGCATCAGAAAATGGTCATTTAGACGTCGTTAAATTTTTGGAATCAAAAGGTGCCGATATTAGAGCAGGCAAGGATTATGCAATAAGATGTGCATCAGGAAATGGTCATTTAGAAGTCGTTAAATTTTTGGAATCTAAAGGAGCCGATATAAGAGCCGACAATGATTATGCAATAATGTGGGCATCAGAGAATGGTCATTTAGATGTCGTTAAATATTTGGAATCTAAAGGTGCCGATATTACAAAAATAAAAAAGAATAAATCAAATAAACTTGTGAAGTATTTCTATGAAAATGGAAAATTTGATTGCGCCATTAAACTACTAAATTATTTTGGTTGTGATAATGAAAATATTAGAAAGTCATTATTAAAAATACAATACAGTCGAAATAATTTTATTGTGAATATAATAAAAAATTACACTGACATAGTCATTTTGAACGAAAAATGATTATTGCTGTTGAATAGTTATCTTTAATTCGAATATTTGTATATAATGCTTTTTTCTATCTTATTCTTGAAATAAAGGAAATTACTATGGCTATAATAATAAATTTATAAAAACAGATTGGATATAAATATTTTATTGAAAATCTGAAAAGTAACGAATTACGAACCAATCTATAGTACGTTAATAAAACAATCATATGAAAACATTTTTCTTTTATTGAAAAACGGTTTATTTCCTTCTATCATTTTATAGAACAATCTTGTCAAATGATTATCAAAACCCATATATTCATTATGTTTTATGACTAAATCATATTTTCTGTCTTTTATCCAAAATTCTAAAATATAATTGATAATATTAGTGTACTGTGAAGTTCTGTGAGGATAATGTTTAATATTACATTGCCAACGTTTATAATTTATTTCAATTAACATTTCCAAATAACACCAACCTACTCGTTCAAACAATGTTTCAAATAAAAATTTAAAAATATCAGAATTAGCAACCTGTATTAAATCCTCATAGTTTATATGTTTATGTGCACCTTTTTCGACCATAAATTTCATCATATCTAAACTATTGCTGCGTATTGCATCAATAAAGGGATTACAATATTCATTGGTTGGGTTCAATGAAGCACCATTGTCAAGTAAGAATTTTACCATATCAAAATTATTATTCCTTATAGCAACACGCGAAGGATCACAATAAAAATTAGCAGGAACTATTGGTGCACCTTTTTCAACCAAAAATTTTACTATGTTTAAACGATTGTTTTTTATGGCAACAAACAATGGATTAGGGTAATCTGATGTTATTGGTGCACCTTTTTCAATCAAATATTCTACTATGTTTAAATGGTTATTCTCTATTGCAACAAACAGAGGATTATGATCGTCTGAAATAAAAGGTGCACCTCTTTCAACCAATAATTTAACAATATCTGTGTGACCATTTTTGATTGCTGTTATTAATAATTTGTCTTCAGGCAAATTTATATCGTAGTCAGAGTTCAATAAAGCGTGTAAGCTATCAATATCACAATTATGTACTTTTTTTACTAATTCTTTTGGATTGCTATCCTCAATAACCGACAATTCATCTAAAACCATATTATTCAATATTAATTTTAATATAACAAATAACATAATATTATTTCAATTTTTATTGGTATTAAATATTGAAATATATAGTTCCTAGATATAGTTTTAATCCAAATACAAATGACAGACGAAATATTATTAATAATTGCGGACAAAGATGAAAACAAACAAAAAGCCTTTATTAATGAATATCACACTTTTTATAAGACAGGTTTGATTCAAGGATTATTAGAATTAACCGACGAATATATTAATATAGATGATGATATTCATAAAGTAGTTAGAATAAACGTGGATATTAGTTATGAGGCTGCACAATTGTATTTTAGTAATGTAGATATTAACGAAAATAATATGAATTACGATTTACTGAAACTTATGATGTTAGCCGAAGATCATCGTATTGAACAATTAATTATGAAATTATCTCCCAAAATAATAAAAAATGAATTTGATCCACTTTTATGCAGACTTGTACACAATACTTTTGAACATATAATATCAAATGAAATGGTACGACAAAACGTATATTTTGACACGGAGTCTGATAAATTTATGAAATTTGATGAAAATTCGGATTTGGCATTATATAAAGGTTCGTGTTTCAGTACAAGCGACAATAATGATTTATTAGAACACTTGCAATGTATTTCAAATGATAAAATAATGATAGTAAATCCTTGTTTTTACTCTGAAGACCAATTTATTATGATGAGTGATATTCATAAAATAGAAATAAATTTTAGAAATAACAAAATGTTTTCAAATGCTGAAATTAATTATATAAAAATATTTCAATATAATTTTCCTTCGGATAAACACGAAGGACGAAAAAATTTTTTGTGCAAATATATAAAAGAAAAAGGACATTGGAATCCTAATCTTATTAATCAAATTAAAAATAATGTACATTATTTTATACAAAATAATGATTTTAACATTAACATTCATCACATTGCTGATTTAAAAAAAGAGGAAAATGATATAAATACAATATTGATAATTTAAGTGACTTCGGCATATTTGCTATGGCCATTCATTTTAAATAAATAAAATTAAAGTATTAAATTTGACTTAATTACTATTTCTGTAAAAAATAATTGCCAGTTTTATTCATTACAACACACATCCCACCATTTTTTATTTCATAACAGTTACTCGTTATGTCATTATATTTCATTTTGAAGGATTTACTGACATTTTCAACGTTACCACCCAGTTCTTCTGGCAATAATATGAAATCTATTCTCGGAACATTTTGTTTATTATCTGGTAATATAAAAGTTATTTTAGGTTCTTTATCACCTTTACAGTTAGTATAATGCTTATCCAAATTTGTTTCGCATTTATTACAAAAATATGTTGTTTGACATTTGTTGCAACGTTTGAACATAACATTTGTGTTACTGGTTGGTTTTAAAGCATAATAAAATATGTGCTTATTACATTTATTACAATAAATTCCCATTTGAGTTATATTGACGATTTGTTTTTAAATCATTTTGGAAAATATTAAAGTTATTAAGTGCTGTTGTCTAACATATTGTCAATATTGTTGTACAGTTAAAAATAGTAAAAAACAATATTGACAAAATGTTAGACAACAGCACCAAATATTATAATATAATTAGTAATAACGGCAATGCTGTTGTCGAACATTTTGTCAATATTGAAAACAGTAAAATAAATTAACCATTGTGGAATAAACAATAATGACAAAATGTATGACAGCAGCATAAACAAATATTTATATGGAATTTAGTTAAGTAAAATAAATTTAACTAAATTAGGCAAAGTAATAAGGTGACAATATAATGTTAATTAATAAAAAATTAATTAAGGTGTTTCAAAACATCTTTCAAAGCATCTTTGCAAGTCTGAGTGGACACTTTAAGTTCAACATAACCACCTCTACCATCACCAGATTTAGCTACTTTAAATTCGACCCATTCAGGTGAACCTTTGATGTAAGCAACACCGTTGCTGGGCTTAAAATTAAGACAATAGGAACCATTTTCCAATGATCTCAATAGATTTTCCCATTGAGATTTTTTAGGCATTGTTTCAAAACTAACAGACAAATTATAATTGGTATCGCTATGAACAAAAATAAGTTCTTCGCAAGCTTCATTTTCTTCTGAATCATTTTCAGAATAATCATAGTTTAAATTGTATTTGTAAGTGAATGGCATTTTTATTGGTTATATACTAACTTATCTTTCTAAGCACTTTATTTCTCAATTTTTTCATTAAAGAAGCAAATATATAACATTGACTATAAATAAATTAAAATGGTTAATGCTGTTGTATGACATTCTGCCAATATTACTGAAATCTGTGAATCAATAATGACATAATGTTTGCCAACAGCATCAACCATCACATAATCAGAATTTGGGCGAAGTAATAAGGTGACATAAATAAAAAAAACTAAATTATAATGGCAAATATAGTTATAAGTGCGAATGTCGAACATTTTGTTAATTTACCAACAACATAATCTAACCCCAATAATAATTTAGATAAAATAACAAAAAAATTGAGAAAAAAAATATCGGATAGCAATATCCATATTATAATTAAAACAATGATAAAAGGAGCTGGAATTTGGGTGTTCGGGACTCATAATGATCATAACGAATTAAGACATGTTGTTTATTTGTTTCAAGACAATTGTGGTAGTTTCAATGTGTTAGCTGGAAAAAGAGAAAAAAAAGATTTATTGAAAAATGTTAAACCGTCAGAGTATAAAGATGAAATTGAATATAAAAATACGGCAATTAGAGAAGCATTTGAAGAGTCTTGTGGAATGTTCAAATTTGATGTCAATTCATTAAATTCAGTTTGTAGTGTTAATATGAAATGCAAAAACGGTTTATATGTTATGTATTCTATTTTTTTGGATAATATAATTGATGTTAAGATTTATTATAATAATAAGAACATTATTATCAAAAAATATCTGGAAGAAAAAGATTATCTAAAAAACAATAAAAAAAGTAAAAAAAATAACAGATATACTAAATTTTTGGAAACTGTCAATATTAGTGCTTTTTATTTAGACGATTTCAAAAACAAAAAAATAGATAGTTTAAGGAATACTAATGGCAAATTGTGTAAAATAGCTAAAAGAGCTGTTGAAGCTATAACTAGTTTTATGGAATATGATGTTTATTATATGAACAGAAAAACTGTTCAACTATCAATTGATAGTGAAAACAATCCTTATTATGCTGTTGTAAATCAAAATAATGTGGATAATATTGACATTAACATTGATAATATTCGGAATTATATTGACCAGTAAACTAATTTTTTTATAGGTAGACTTTTTGGATGAATGCTGATGACAAACTTTATCACAATATTGTTGAAATCCAAATCAATAATGGCATAATGTTTGTCATCAGCATAGATATTTGTGTAAAATAATAATAGTCCCCGCACCCATCCAGCGCACCGACTAACGTCAATTAACATTACAGTTGACAATAGGTGGAATAGGCCGTTGGCCTATTCCGTGGGGGCAATTAGAGGGTATAAATAGATGGTTTCAATAAAAACTATATATTTTAATGGAAATATTTAAATGGAAAAAAATAGAGTGATCAAAACAGTGATATTTTAAGTGATAATAAGATTTTTACAATAAAAATATAAATAAAAAGGTTTCAGAAATTATGGATCACTAAAATTATCACTAAAATTATAACTAAATGGTAAAAATAATGGTAAAAATTAGAGTGATCAAAACAGTGATATTTTAAGTGAAAATAATATTTTTGACAGTAAATTTATAAATAAAAAGGTTATGTGAGTTCGGTCATCACTGGTTTGGTCACCGTGAGTTGGTCAATCAGTTGGTGAGTCTGGGCGGTCGGGGATACTGTCCGTTTAATTGGTAAAGATAGTGACACTAACATAGTAAGTTGAATCGTTCAATGTAGTTAGTTCATTTCCGGCACCATCAAATAATTTCAATTTATTGCTAGTAGTATATGGGCCACCATTATTTACAAATTTGCCGTGCATAATAGTTGTAGCCATATCATTGTTACTAATGGCAATACTCCAAGAGTAGAAGTTAGTGGGTAATGTAACATAATCGACGTCAAATGCAATTTCACTAACATAAGCATTTGTACCAAGAGCAAGATTAGAACCAGTTAATAAATTATAAGTTATAACACCCAATGAAGATGTAATTCTGTATATAGCGGTATTAATTTTCATAGAAGTATTAGTGTAAGGTCTAATAGGATAATCATCGTTCACAATGAATTGTTTCCAAGTAGAACCATTATAAGCACTAGGTTTGAAGCCACCTCCTGATGTGTCCATATAAATTTCACCAAGTGCGGCACCAGTTGGAACAGTAGAAAAGCTAGGAGTTACGAATCTACCACTACTTAATGGCTGTAAGATTGCAGCATAACCGATAACATTAGCATTACTATTATCCAAACCAGTACTATAAACCTGTAAAGCATTCCAATTACCTCCATTAGTACTAACTTTAAATGCTGCAGTACCAATTGGTTTAACAAGAATATGGGTTTGACCAGTTAAACCCATATATTTCATGAGTGCCTTGAACTGTGCAATAATAACTGCCCTATTACCAACAAATTCGCGTTGCTCTTGGCCGCTTGTCCTTTGTCTCTTGTTTCCTTGAGCTTGCTTCACCACTGGTGCTACCCGTTGCATTGCCGGAGTTGCTGATGGTTGCACTGCTGGTGATTGAACTGCCCTTTGTGTTTTATGCACTGGAGTTTTAGCTTTACTTTCTTTTTCGTCGATTGAACAATCGTTCATTTTGTCCGACAAATCGTCTCCAACCTGCTCAGCTTCCTTGGGTTTATCGTTGTTTTTCGGTCAACTTAAACCTTTTTGAACTTCTGCGCAAAATTTTCCGCTTCTAGTTAGCCTCCGCAGGAAAATTTTTGATTTGATTATAAAAGAAATTGCGCTATTGGAACAACCTTTCCAAACAAACAAAAGTGATGAGCAACGAGAGTGTTTCAAAAGAGTAGTGAGCAATTGGAAGAAGACGACGAGTTAACATTTATTGAGCAAAATCAATCTCATGACAAGGAACCATTGACTGCAAAGGCTCAAGGTAAGAAGCACAAGACACCGGTAAAATCACCACAGCAAAAGAAGTCTGAAATTCAGCAATTTCAGCAATTCTTGTCTCAATTCAGTGCTGCAGAGTTGAACAACATTGAACAAAAGGCAATTGCTACTCCTAGAAAAAGAAGTTTAACCAATTTGTCAGATGAAGAGGAACAAGAATAAAACAATGATGAACATACCAATGAAGATGACAATGGTGATGAAAACCCTCACATGGATGAAGATGCTTATCCTGATAAAAAATTGATCCAATTGTATGATGAACTCAAAACAAAAAAGGGACCATTCACAAACAGGGCGGAATTTACTGATGTTGCACAGGCCATGATTGATAGAGATATGATTAGTGAAGCCAATATCCCAATTGTTGAAAAGAAGATCAAAGAATGCAGACAGGCTAATGCACCAAAAGCAAAAAAGCAAAAAATTACAAGAAGCCAATCAACTATTGTTGAAGTTCCAAAGGGCGCAAAAAGAATTGTAATTACCTTTGAATAAATCGAATTGTCTTGCTTGTTTGACCGTATCCGCGACCGCCAGACTCCCTGTGTATGTTGTTACCCTATTATAACCATTATATTACCATTCATCCCTATATACCTATAAAACCATACACTACATACACTCTTACACTCTATCATTTATACTATCTTATTGTTCCATTTATTTGAAAAATATAAATTTACAATTTCTATTTTTACAATTCAATTTCCCTGTGCGTGTAGTTACCCTATTATAACCATTACAATACCCATCATCCCTATATACCTATAAAACCATACACTACATACACTCTTACACTCTGTATAAATACACAATTTTATTGAAAATATAAATTTACAATTTCTATTTTTACAATTTAATTGCCATTTATTTGAAAACCATCTAATTATATTCTCGCCCCCTTAGAATAGGCCAACGGCCCATTCTCTTATTGTCAATTATACTATTTATAGACGTTAGTCGGTGGCGCTGGATGGGTGCGGGGGGGATAGTATTAAACAACACTAAATTAATTTCTGTTGTACAGCGGTATTGATGACATCACGCAATCTTCTATTAATTATCATCTCACAACCATTTATAAAACAAAGATAATTATATTTTGAACCTATCTTTTTTGTATCTAAATTATATTCTGTATCGTTGAGTGCACAAATATTTAATTGTTTTTTTAATTCTGATAAATTTACTTTTTTGATTGTGACTGTGTTAATGTGATTCTCTGCTTTAATTTCGTCAGATATATTATTTTTTTGTTGCAAAAATTTTTCAGTATCAATCATTTTATTTTTTGGTATATTGACTATGTAAGTTCGGTGAAAATTACCCATTGTATCATCTATTTCAACATAGTTAATCAAATCTTTTTGTTCTAAATTCAACAGGAATGCTGTTTCTTCTTGAACCTCTCTAATTGCGCTATCTTTGAGAATAAAATCGATGTCCTCATTTTTTTGATAATTATGCCAATCTATTTTTCCACCAATTGTATTCCAATTAAATCGTTTTTCCATAACAAGCAAAACATTTTCATTGTTCTCATCTAATATCAAACAACCAGCACCAGTATATGTCTTTTTTGCTCCTCCAGATTGATTTGTTTTTAATGTCAAATATTTTTGTTTGTATTTTAAATATTTTCTCTCATAAATATTGTCATTCTGCATCATATATATTACAATATATATTTTCCATTTTATTCAAATCAAATTTATAATTTTAGTGAATCTTAACACATTTTTAAAATTTGTTTTCTTTAAATCGAAAGTAAAAAGAGTCTTTATTTGAACATATTGTAAAAAATCAACAATATGCTGGACAAAGATATTAATAAATAAAATAAAATGCTGTTGCCAAACATTGTGACAACATTGTAATGGTGACAAAATGTTTTACAACAGCAATGAAAAGATATTTGGACACAATTTAATCAAAATATAAGAATATTGTAATTAATAAGTAATAAACATCCGATAGTAGTATCTGCCGAATTGTTTGTTATGTGTGAAGTCACAAATGGTGTTATATAAGTAATAATATAAAACGAACTAAAAAAATATATATTTTTATTTAAAGAAACAAATAGAATATTTGAGCAATGACAAAAAAAAATTTGATAAATACAATGAATAATAACAATAAGGATAACAATAATAATACTGAATTAATGAATAATTCGACAAAAAATGAAAAGAATTTAGGAAGACCAAATAAGAATGAAAAATATAAAAATGAAAGAAAGGAAGTTCTAGACAAATTATTAAAAATTTTAGACATAAACGAAAATAATAAGATATTTTATGTTGAAGATTTAGAAAATAATGCTGTAAAGAAAGAACAAATTCAAAATTTGATTGGAGACATAAAACAATATTTTTCGTGCAGTATGTGGGTATATTTTGCGAAAAAAGAAGTATCATGGCCCCTTACTTCTATATCTAGATCTATACTAAAAAGTATGAATGTTAAAGTTACAACTGTTGCTTTACGAGATAATGAAACCAATAAAATTGCAAAAAAAGGTTTTAAGGTCCACATATAAAATTTATCGCGTTTTACACTTAAAAAAAAATATATAGTTATTTATTATAGAATGAATAACCGTATCATTCAAAATGAAAAATCACCAAAAAAATGTTCAAATTCCCAAAAGAACACTGATGGTAATAATAAAGATTGTACAACTACTATATTAATAGAAAAAAAAATTCCAAAATTAGGCGAAATAACAAGATTCTCCAAAAAAGATTTGGCGATTGAATATTTAAATAGCTCTGACGATAAGCAACTTAAATTATTTTCAGAAGACTTGGGTATTAAAGGCGCCAAATCCTATATAACCATTACTTATCAGCATTTATATCAATTATGTGTCAGTCAAAAGAGTCCGCATTATTATGAGAATATTGAAAGAAATATGCCAGTAAAATTCCATATGGATATTGATCTGAAAGTAAATATAAATAAAAAAGCAAAATTAAATAGAATATTTGACAAAACAGTAAAAGAGTCAATTGACCTCATCAATAACGAATTTAAAAAGGAAAATATTAATGATCCGCAAATTATCGTTTTAAAAAGCGATTACACAAAAACAATAGATAATATAAGTAAAATATCAGCTCATTTAATTTATAATAATGTGGTTTTTGATGACATATATGACATGAAACACTTTTTGTTAAAAATAAAGTCCAATTTAATAGACAATAAAATAATCGATAAAAATATCTATCGAATTGGATGTTTTAGAATGTTACATTGTTCCAAAAAAGGAAAAAACAATAAATTAAGATTCTGCAAAAGTATTAACTATACTCTCGAAAATGAGGAAAAATTATTTTATGATTCAATGGTAACACATTTTTTCGAAAATCAGGTTGTGCATAACATAAAATCCAATATACAAATAAACGATAATCTCAAAAAAGAGAAACTGTTAAAATGTAAAAAAAGGATTAGTAAAATCAATGATTATTTTTATGTATTCACAGATAAAGAATTACAATTGTTTACGGCTTTAGTGGATACCATAAAAGTAGATCAGTTAGATGATTACAATACATGGATATTAATAACCTATTCTTTTATTGATCTTTATGAAAACATCGATAAAAAGTTTCAAAAAATGTTATATAAATTGTGGGACAGTCTGTGTAAAAAAGGCAAATGTTATGATAAAACTAATAATAAAAAAATATTTTTCAGTTTAAAGTTAGATTATATAAATGCCAATTATATTCCAATCATACTGAATTCCGATTTTAGATTTAAAAAAGTAATTAGGTACGAAAAAATAAAATCAAATTTTAGTGATTATACGGTGGATAAATTAAATTCCAGATATGTCAGTGACAGTATATATGAAACAGCCAGCAAAAACGATATAATTACGGTTAAGTCATTCCCGGGAACTGGCAAAACAACTCTTTTAAATAAAGTATTCGATATCAAACAAATAAATGGAAAAAATGTCCATAATTTTGATCGACCTATTATCAGTATAACTAGTCGTAAAAACTTGGCAGAAAAACATGCTAATGATTTAGGCATAATTAATTATAAAAAAAACAATGATTATTTATTTGATATTGATAGAGTGGCTATCACAGTTAACAGTTTAATTAAAATAGATGAGGACAAATATAAAGATTGTTATTTGGTGTTGGATGAAACCAGTAAAGTGCTCAGTTATCTTAAATCTAATGTTCTAAATGGTATACGATATGATGTTTACCAGATATTTTGTAAAATAATAATGAATTCTAAAAAAATCATAATATTAGATGCCGATTTAGGCGAAATTGATTTGAGAACTATTATTAATATTCGTAAACTTGGTAGTAATAGTGCCAATTATTATTTAGCTATAAATGAGTTCAAAACAAAGACAGGTATAAATGCATATTTTTACGATAATCCACATATTGTCGCGGAAATGTTAATTAACGATTTTATAAATAAAGTTCCATTTATATGTGCATTAGATTCTTTAACCAAAATGAAACAAATTATTAACGAAATTAAGAAGAAGGCGATTGATATGAAATTAATAGACCAAATTGATAAATTATTAAAAGTTTATAGTTCTGAGGAAGATGATGATACATTCGATATAAATATTTTAAAAAAGAAACTGGGTATTCTATTCACGCCAATTATGATTTATGGAATCGATATAAACAGTAAAATTCCCAGAAAAGTATACGCATTCGCCTTTAAAAAGATATTAACTCCATACGAAATTAACCAGCAAATACAAAGGGAAAGAAATCATAGTGAAGCCCACATTTTTGTAAATCAACATATTGGACAATTAAAATACGATAATAAGGATGATTTCAGAATAGATGTACAAAATAGAATAAACAAATATAATGAAACGATAAATGAAATAATAGAAATCAATAAAGTGGATATGTCAGATGCTCCAGTAAAAGATAATAATATGAAGAAGATTTTTAATGATTTATATGTAGAAACAACTTTTATGGAAGAAACAACGAAGGTACATATGGAATATTACCTAAAAAATATAATGGCCGATATGGGGTATAATATTATTGAAAAAAAAGAGAAAACCACTTTTGAGATAAAACAAGATAAACAATTAGATGAAAAAATAAAAACTGATATAATTGATAAATTTCAATCAGAAGGAATCCTAAATTCAAAAATTAAGGATAAGATCATTAGAAGAATGGAAATTATGAACATTAAAACTGAACAATTAAATGATTTTACTAAAAAGATCATTATGAATGACAGCAAATTTACTGATTATCTAAATTTAAAAAGATTTTTGAGTGGTAAATTGGAAGATAAAATTATAGAAAATAATAAAAGAGAATTAGATGAATGTAGTTCTACTAATATATATTACAAATTAAGAGAATTCAAAAAGATTGTAACAGTCTTAGGAATAAAAAATGATATTGAATTTAATTATGATGCTGATAGCAAAAAATTTAAAGATAAAATTGAAGATAAAAAATTAATTGATGATTTAAATACAATCAAAAAAATGTTTAGATTCAAAAGTAATAAATATTTTGATTTTGACAAAATTGATGGTTACGAAAAACTCTATAAGATGGCGATATCAATGAGCAGACAATTATTTGGCAATGATTTTTTGGACATTATAAAATTTAATACTAAAATTAAAAATAAGGATATTACAATATATAAATATTACACAAATATAAGTTATGTTGCAAATGTAAAAAGCATCTAAAATTAAAAAAATTAGCGGGTATTTTTGCTATAAGAATCTTCCTACTATATAATGTCACAGAAAAACCCGCAATATTTATGAAAAATTAATTAAAGACAATTAAAATTAGACAATTAAACTATCAATTAAATGGTTAAATCTTAACGGTTTAATTTAAATAGAACAATAGGCGGTCATTTTAATTTGAGAATTAAACGGATCAATTAAAATGGCTCAGTCAAAACGGACACTCTCGAATGAACATTTAAATGGCTTAATCTAAATGGCTCAATTAAATTAAGCAATTAAACGGATCAATTAGAAGAATAACCAATTGGAGCAAAAATATGTATATCAAATGACCAAATTAAATGCGAACATCTGAATGGTTTTAATTAAATAAAACAATTTAAATGTATAACTGTTTGGAGCAAAAAAAGTATATCAAATGGCTAAAAATAGTTTATTCAATTAAAAGGAATAACAACTTGGGCAATTAAACGGGCATTATGAAGGATAAATAAATGGAGAAATAAGCTGGCCTTTTTAAAATAATGCATTGCTACTGTCAGATATGTTGGCAATATTGTTACCAGTAAACACATTGAACATCAATACTGTCAACATATTTTCCATTAGCAAATAACAATATATGGCGAGTGCTGGGCGGCAAACATTCTGCCAAATATCGACAAAATATATATCAACAGCATTGACCTTCGTAATAAAGGATTTGGTAAAACTAAATTTTACCAAATCGGGCAAAGTAATAAGGCGACCATTTTTATCGCTGACAAATAACACAATCAAATGGAAACAATTTTCTTTTATTAAGAAATGGTAGATATCCTTCCATCATTTTCTTGGACAATCTCGTTAAATGGTTATCGATGCCCATATATTCATTATATTTAATGACCAAATCATATTTCCTGTCCATTGTTCATAATTCAGAATCCGCTGCTATAGTCCAACATACTGTGTACCTTTCAATATGTTTTGTCAATAGCATTAATAAACAAAAAAGATCAATGCTGTTGTTATACATTATGCTGATATTGTTTATTATTGTCTTATTATTGTTCTAATATTGGCAAAATGTGTGACAACTGCACAATCCAAAATAAAAACAGGATTTGGTTTTAACCAAATCAGGCAAAGTAATAAGGTGACCATTTTTATTACACATTAATAACACAATCAAAAGGAAACAATTTTCTTTTATTAAAAAATGGTTGATTTCCTTCTATCATTTTCTTGGACAGCTTCGTTAAATGGTTATCGATACCCACATATTCATTATGCTTAATGACCAAATCATATTTTCTATCTATTGTCCAAAGTTCTAATATATGATTGATAATGTTCATATGAGATGAACTGGATTTTATTAATGACTCCAAGTTAATATTTATATTGTCTCTCAAACATATTTCTAAGAAGAACTTAAAAATGTGGAGATGCCCATGTTTACAGGCTAAAGTAATTGTTTCGTGATCAAGAGCAGATCCTTTTTCTATTAAATATTTTATTGTATCTAAATATCCATTTTTTACAGCAATCATTAAATGAGTTTCTTTAAAATAACCATGTTTTTTATTAATATCTACTCCTTTTTCAACCAAAAAATTAATAATGTTAAGGCGATTAAACTTGATTGCAACGCACAAAGGGTCAGTTAAATGATCATTACGTATTAATGGCAAATCATTTTCAATTAATAATTCTACTATGTCCAAATGTCCAAATTCAATGGCCACACACAATATATCATTATAATATTTTCTAGGTGATAAATGCGCCCCTTTTTCAACCAAAAATCGTACTATATCAAAATGGCCGTATTCTATGGCCAAACTTAAAGGATCATAAAAGGTATTATTAGAAGTCAATGGTACACCTTTTTCAACCAAAAACTGAACTATGTTAAAATAATTTTTTGCAACAGCTATCATCAAAGGATTATAAACGGGTTCTTTGAATATTAATGGAACACCTTTTTCAACCAAAAATTGTACTATATCGAAACGATTATATTCTACGGCCACGTATAAAGGATCATGAGTAGGGTTATCACAAATTAAATTAGCACCATTTTCAATCAATAATTTAACAATATCCAAATGACCATTTTCGATAGACGTTCTTAATAATTTGTCTTTGGGTAAATTAATATTGCCGCTATGTACATTTTTTACCAATTCAGCTGAAAACATAATGTTCGATACTAAATTAGTATATTTCGATTAATATAATCTTATTTCAATTTTTTGTCAAAATAAATAAAAATATTAATGAGTGATTGATAATAGTGAAAAATAAAAATCGATGGTGTTATTATACATTATGTCAATATTGTGGAAAATGTAAATCAACAGCATATATCAATTCAGAAACCGCTGCTATTGTCAAACATACTGTATACCTTCCAATATGTGTGTCAATAGCATTAATAAATAAAAGAAACCAATGCTGTTGTTGAACATAAAGCCAATATTGTTGACAATGATACCAGAATAAAACAAAATTGACAGAATGTATAACAACAGCACTATTCCATACTAAGGATAGACAAAGTAATAAAGTGACCATTTTCATTATATATTAATAACACAATCAAATGGAAACATTTTTCTTTTATTAAGAAACGGTTGAATTCCCTGTATCATTTTTTTGGACAATTTTATTAAGTGATTATCAATGCCCACATATTCATTATGTTTAATGACCAAATCATATTTTCTGTCTTTTATCCATAATTCGAAAATATAATTGATAATATTCATATGTGATTTTTTAAAAGCACGATTGATCAATGATTCTAAGTTAACACTTATATTGTCTTTAAAACATATTTCCAATAATAACTTTAAAATGTGAAGGTGACCGTATTCACAGGCCAATGGAATTATCGTGTCATAATCAAGATCACATCCCTTATCCATTAAAAATTTGATTATATCTAAATGTCCCTCTTTTACAGCAATCGCCAAATAAGTTTCTTTAAAATAACCATATTTTTTATTAATGTCAACTCCTTTATCAACCAAAAATTTAACTACATTTAAATGGTTATTTTTAATGGCCACATACAAAGGATCTCTATACAGACTGTCATGAGTTAATGGTGCCCCTTTTTCGACCAAAAATTTGACTACATTTAAATGGTTATTTTTAATGGCCACATACAAAGGATCTCTATACAGACTGTCATGAGTTAATGGTGCCCCTTTTTCGACCAAAAATTCCACAATATTAAAATAATTACTTCTTATTGCCATAAGTAAAGGATCATAATAAGAATCATCAGATGTCAATGGTGCCCCTTTTTCAATCAAAAATTCTACAATATTAAAATAATTTCTTCTTATTGCCACATTTAAAGGATTATAATAAGAATCATCAGATGTCAATTTAGCACCATTCTCAACCAATAATTTAACAATGTCCAAATAACCATATTCGATAGCTGTTCTCAACAATTTGTCTTCAGGTAAATTTATATCATATTTTAAGTTAAATAATTTGTGCAAACTATCAATATCACCTCTATATACTTTTTTTATTAATTCCTTTGGATTATTATAATCTTCTTTTTTTAATAAATCAAAATCTATGTGATCATATTTTTGTTTTTTTACACTGTCCAATATTATAACTGTAGTAGCATATGCGACACAAAATCCTCCATAAATACTAGTAAATAATAATTCAGCTAAAACCATTTTATTTAATATTAAACTGATTTGTTCTGACCAGTATAATATTATTTCAATTTTTCATAAAACCGTCCAAAAATAAATGCTGTTGTCAAATATTGTGAACAGTAGTAAATCAATAATGGCAGAATGTATGTCAACAGTAATAACCGAAACAAAAAAGGGATTTAGTGAAAACAGGTTTCACTAAATCGGGCAAAGTGACAAGGTGGCTAAATATCAGATAATATTTATAAAATAAAAATCGATGCTGTTGTCAAACATTATGTCAATATTGTAGACTATAATACACCAATAATGACAAAATGTTAATCAACAGCATATATCAATCCAGAAACCGCTGCTATTGTCAAACATACTGTATACCTTTCAATATGTGTGTCAATCGCATTAATAAATAAAAGAGACCAATGCTGATGTCAAACATTAAACTCATATTGTTGACAACGAGGCTAGAATAAAACAATATTGGCATAATGTATAACAACATCATTATCCAATATAAAGACAGGATTTGGTTAAACCAAATCGGGCAAAGTAATAAAGAGACCATTTCAAACCATTGTTTATTGTCAAACAGAAGCAATCAATATATATGTCAATAGAATAAACAAATAAAGTGACCAATATTATTGTCAGTGTAATATCAACATAATTCTTTATATTTTATTATTATTGATCATTTTATACGGAATAGATTAGATAGGCATATACATCAAAGTTATTCTATTCGTAGTACTTTTACTATTATCATCGATCCAGAATTCAACAAAAATTTTATTTGTATTTCGAGTAATATGTATAATAAAATCTTTATTTATTATAAAGTCACAATCTATATCAGCATGTGAAGGATATTTATCGGAAATATATTCAAAAACATCAATGTAATAATTCATTTTCATAGCATCAGTATCTATATCATATTTATCGCCGATAGTATTTAAATAATCAAGAATATGATCAAATAAAAAAATATCTTCACATTCAAACATTTCCTCAGCAAAATCAACATAATTATTTTCACTATCACTTCTACAAGTCAAACTAAAAATGTATTTCATATTATTTGTTATATAATAATAACCACAAAACAAATATTAAAATTTCAATTTTTACTTACCGATCTATAAAAACGTTCAATGTTGCCATTATTGTGAACAACAGTAAACCAATAATGACAGGATGTACCACAACAGCAATAATCCATCCAAAAACGAAAATTAAAACGTACTATATCGTCTTTCAATAGCATTAACAAACAAGAGAGAATTGTCATGAAACATTTTTCAGTATTGAAGACTATGGCAAACAGTACAACAACAGCATTTACAATTGTGAGATAGATTTGATTAAACTAAATTTAATCGGACAAAGTAATAAGGTAAATAAATTTCTTATTTAACGAACATAATGACAAAATCAACAACAGATTAAGAAAAAAGTCAATGCTGTTGCCACACATTCTAACAATATTGTGGACAGCAACAAATCAATAATGGCGAAATGTTAATCAACAGCATTTACCAACACAAAACAGGATTTGATTTAAATAAATTTAACCAAAACGGGCAAAGTAATAAGGTGGTAAAAAAATTGATTTATAAAACTCATTGGTTGTTGGTGAGAGAAATAACTCAAAAAATGGCTTCATACAGCTTTGAACAAATTCAAGAACTAAAATGTGCAAATAGTTTTTGCACAGAAGTAATATTAAAGAAAAAAGAATCAATAGTACAATTCTATTATCCTTCATATCTACTATTTACATTGGAGAACAATAAATACAAGAATACGATTGAATCGGAAGAATGGATAAAATCAAACAAATACGTAATATATTTGTCCGATTACGAAGAATTGGAAGAATCAAAAGAATTTTTTATTGACTATTATGAGTTTAATAGAACAAGAAAAGCAAAATATTTAAGTATAGAAAATGATCACAAAAAATTATTATTTTCAACTAGATTCGAAGTGGATTCATTTGATATATATACGTTATTCAGAGAAATAAAAATCGAGATTTCACCAAACAATATACATAAGAAAACGATATTAGATAATATATCTTTTAATAATTTTATAAATAAGCCATATGCAACAATATTAATTGATAAAATATTATTATACTTATTAGAAAAAGTGGATTATAATTCTGTGGGAGAATATCAAAAAAATATTACATTTCCAATTTATGATGTATTGGACAATTACGAAAAAACATTAATGCCATCTACAAAAAATTTAATTGAAAAGTTAACAAAGAAATTTTTGCAACAGCTGGGTACTCGGATGTATTTGGATCATTTTTATTCAATAAAAAGGTTATTGATCTATAAATATTTTAGTGATGATGATTTTACCATAGATTATGATGATAATGAGAAAAGTGAACTGAATGAAGATGTGTTCAGAATAAATATGGATGAAACTGACAATAATTTGTGTAAAATTTATAGATATGCTGGTGAAGAATGGAAAGAATATAAATCGTTTACATTAAACGAATATAGTAAATTGGTAATTACTGAAATAGATTCTAAAAAGCATATTGTTTTGCTTTAAAAATATTAACTTTTTTTTATAAAATACAATTGCTGTTGTCAAACATTATGACAATATTGTTGGTAATTATAAATATGGCACACAATAATGGCAAAATGTATAACAACAGCATTCTAGAACTAAATAAGATAACAACATCATAGCTATAGTCAAACATATGGACAAACCGAACAATATGTTAAACAATAGCCATGACACAATTAAACAATAATCAGATGATTAATACAAAATGGAATCAATATGAGAAGCAACATTATGCTGAATTAAAATTTTATCATTGTTGGAAACAAAAATATTGTGATTTTTGTCATAATTATAAATAATCATATCGTTGTCATTGTAATCATCACCATGAAGATATTTATGAAGGTATAAATATTTAATATACTTATCCTTGATAGTTAAAAGAGCCTTATTAATATCATCAATATTTTTAATTATATTTTTTTTAAGAATTTGTTGTGACTTATCTTGGAAATAAAAGTAAGATATAAAAAAATTGTTAGACTGCATAGATCAGGATTTATAACAATGTAAAGATATTATTTTAAATATGAATATATAAAAATAATAATTAATATATATATGAACGATTTACAAAGACAATTATTTTACGATTATGTGAATGAAATATTGAATAAATACCAAGCAAATAGAAAAAAAATAAAAGAATTAACAGAAGAATTATTAAAATGCAAACAAAAAACGTCACCAGAAGTAAATTTAAAACAGGCGGAAGAACTTGTAAAAAGTAAAGAAATAGAATTAGAGAGAAAAGAAAAAATAATTCAAGAGAAAGAGAGACAAATTGAAGAATTACAGAAAGAGAATAACACAATAAAACAAACGAGAGAATCAGGTAGTAATTTTATAAAAGAATGTAAAAAATATAATAGAGAAGAATCGAGATATAAAAAAAAATTAAATTTAGACAAATATGAAATAAAAAAGAGATTTGAGAGAATATCGAATGAACCGGATCAACAAAAGAGAAATATATTATCATCAGAGATAGGAAGATTATATTTTAATGATAAATTGAGAAACATAAATGAGTCAGGTTTAATAGAGAAGACATGTACAAATTTATCAAAATTAATAGGAGGCTCAAATATGGATGAAATGAAGATAGGAAAATATTTGAAGAAATATGAAATGGATAGAAACAATAAATCAGATATTTATTTAGAGAAATTAAAAGAATACACGAATAATATGAAAGGAGGAGGAGATTCATTAATAGAAATAAATAGTGACAATACAGGAACATATATAAAAAATATAATAGAAGGAAGATATAAACTAATATCCGATCTAAATTTACTGAAGAAAGAGATAAATAAGACAGAGGTAAGAGATTGTGTAAACAATCAATTTACAGATGTAAAATCTGATATGGATAGTGATAATATAGGTTTCAAAAGAAGCGATTATAATTTAAAAATGGGATGTTTTCAAACAATAGTGGGTATGACAAAAGAAAAAGTAAATTCAGAGAAGATATATATGTTTAAAAAATATTTTAACACTCTATTTACGGACGTTTATGTTCAAAATTATTTAGACAAAGGAACATATTCATTATTGACAAATTATTTATATTTTACGATGACATCAGCATTCAAAAAGTTTGTGCAAATATACAATGAATATAATGTAAAAAAATTAAGAGAAGAAGACATAATATTGATGTACAAAGGAGGAAACACAATAAGATTTTACATAAATAATTTATACAAAAACATAAATTTTGGAACGAGTCAGAAAGCGAATGCAGGAAAAGACAAATTGAAAAGAATATTGAATGGATTAAATAGAGGAGATTGGGATTATTACGTATATATAGATTACAAGAGGTTAGTAACGATATTAAATTCAGAAGAATTGAGCAGATTAAGAAAACAAATAGAACAATTAACATCATTTATATTGTATGAAATAAAAGGTCAATTATATGATTTTCTAAAAGCCTCATATGTAAAAAATAATTTGGGTGCAGTATTAAATTTAAAAGCATGGAGCACAGAAACAGAAGAACGAATTCAAAATTTTATAAGAGATTACAATGAATTTTCGAATAAACCAATAAATAAACTGGAAATAGACAGTATAATTACATACGATGATATAGTAAAAAAGGATTCAATCGAACCTTTGCCAGCGAAAGAAAGAAAAATATTGGATAAAAAATCTTTTAATCTAGTAGCAACAAATAAATTAGAGAATATTAATGGAAGTCAAAGATCATCAATAGCTTATATGGAAGTATTTAATTTCTTTATAGATAATGGATTAGAAGAATATTTACCATCGAAAGACATAATAAGTCCGATATATGTACAATTTAATGGGAATATGCATATAGTGCACAATTATGTAAATGTGGTAATATCATTATTTAGATTAAAACTAAACAACAAATTGATATTGAAAATAAATGACAATATAGTGAAATTGAATATACCGGTCGAATTAATAGACGTATCTATATCTCACGAAGTAGATAATAAAATACATTTTACAGAATTATTAAACAATGGTTCAAAAAAAATGGAAACTTTAAATTTAAAAATAGGAGAAGAAAAGCAAATACCAGTGAACATACCATCAGCTGATTATATGTTTTACGACATTAATATAATAATAATAAAAGAGATATTGTTTATGTGGCAAGAAAAGAAGTATGATAAAAGAATTATGAGAAGTTTATTATTAAGTTTGATATGCATGATTCAGAGAAATACGAACATATATACATTATTTAATCAATATAATCAATTAATCAGTGCACTAACAGAATTAAATACTCTGAATAATATCAATGAAAAATACGATTATGTGGTAAATAAATTTAATCCAACAATAGAAATATTAGACACAGGAAAAAGTTATGAGAGACAGAATATCAGAATAGCAACTAGTTTTAATTTTTATTTGGATACAATATTGTGCAAACATATTCAACATATAATTATAGTAAAATATTTGACAGAAATCAAAAAAGGAGCAGATGTAAGTAAATTTAGATACAAAAAATATTGTGATTATTTATTAGAAATACATAAAAACATAGAAACCAATGCGAGTAACTACGGGGTGAGTGCCTATATAGCAGTAACTCCATATTCAGAAATAATACGAGATTTAGAAAAAATATATAACGAAAATTTTGATGTATTTGAAAAGAAAATGATATCAATAGTGAGCGACATCGCCATAATATTGGAAGGTATTATAGACAGCAATATAAAAAATATAAATTTATCATTTGAAAATATAACAGAATTATTTTAAAAATTGAAATTTGAAAGGAATTGTAATTCACAAATATATTGAGTAAATTAGAATGTTAAAAAATAAATTTATGCCATGTGATATTTGTATAAATAATTTAAGAAGGAAATTATTTATGTTAAAAAATGATTTTAATATGTTATCGTACAATCAAGTGATCAAATATATAAAAAAAAATATAATAGATCATTATGCAATTTACAGTGATAATGTAAGTGACAGTAGCCTTTATAATTTGGAACACATAGTACCAGTTAATGTCTTATGTGAAGGCAAGAGACCAGATCGCAACAAGATAAATATAAATTTTGAAGCGGTATCAGATAGTCATTTAATAATACCCTGTGGTAGTGACATTAATTATTTAAGAAGTAATAAAGCCTATGGAATATTTATAAAGAATAGATCAGAAGCGCTGGAAAAAAATATAATAATAATAAACGACAACAAAATATATAATTATCCGAAAATAATTTCAGACAAATTTAGACATTTAAAAAAAATGAGTATAGAGGAGCTCAATAATTTGGATGATAAGAATGATATGTATTTGTCAGAAAATATGGTTCAACCTCCACAAAAATATTATGGTGATATAGCAAGAATAGTATTTTATTTTTATCTGATGTACGGTCATAATTTTATGGAAAGACCAATATCAAAATGTAAGAAAGTGGAATTATTGCCAGGAGAACCATGGTTTATGAGTTCAGAAAAAGAGAAACTAAAGGTATTTAATTATGAGAATTGGAGTAATTTTTTTTTCAATCATCTCAATGATTATAGAAAGTGGGCAAAAAATAATATTTCAGATAGAGAACACAAAAGAAACAAGAATATGATAGAACATTTAGGAGTGGCGAATATATTTATTGGTTATAAGAATAATAAAAATGAATATATACCATCAAATTCAAACATAGTCGAAGAATTATTTTTTGGAAAATCTCACGATCACAATAAATACCTTGAAATAGAATTTTTAACTTTAGACAAAAAGAAATCATTATATTATAAAAATAGAGTGACAAAAAACAAAATATTATCAACTTATACAAAACAGGCATATGAGATGAACAAACAATCTTTAGATAAACAGTTAAGTAATTGTAAATGCAAAAAATAAGATTATTTTTTTTATAGTAATTTACAAACAATAATAATAATAAACTAATAACCTCAGCATTAACCAATATAACAGAACATAGCTATTGTCAAACATATGAACAAAACAACAATATGTTTGACAATAGCTTTTATAAATAAAAAATAGTAATGCTGTTGTGAAACATTATGCCAATATTGTGGATAATAGTAAAACTAGAATGAATCAATATTGGCAGAATGTATAACAACAGCATTAACCATCGCAAAAACAGAAATTGGTGAAAAACAAGTTTTACCAATTTGGGCAAAGTAATAAGGTGACAATTTCAATTCATAGCTATTGTCAAACATATGAACAAAACAACAATATGTTTGACAATAGCTTTTATAAATAAAATAGATCATTGCTGTTGTCAAACATTATGTTAATATTGTGGATAATATTGAAACTACAATAATCAATAGTGCCAAAATGTGGATCAAGAGCATTAACCATCGTAAACAGAAATTGGTGAAAAACAAGTTTTACCAATTTGGGCAAAGTAATAAAGTGACAATTTCAATTCATAACTATTGTCAAACATATGAACAAAATCAACAATATGTAAAAACAATAGCTTTTATAAATAAAATAGAGCATTGCTGTTGTCAAACATTATGTTAATATTGTGGATAATAGTGAAACTAGAATGAAACAATATTGTCAAAATGTGGATCATCAGCAATAACCAATATAACAGAAGATTTGGTGAAAAACAATTTTCCCCAATTTGGGGAAAGTAATAAGGTGGCAAAATTATGAACACAACTACTGATAAACATATGGACAAAACAACAATATGTTTGACAATAGCTTTTATAAATAAAAGATAGTAATGCTGTTGTGAAACATTATGTTAATATTGTGGATGATAGTAAAACTACAATAATCAATATTGTCAAAATGTTAATCAACAGCAATAACCAACAAAAAAAATATTAATGTATATGATATAATGGCATTATATGGAAAATTAGAAAAAATATTAAAAGAAATCAATGTTAAAGAATACAGAAAAGTTTCACCAGAGTTAATAGGTAATGATTATGCATTTTTTGATAAATATTTGAGTAGTGGGGGAGGTAAAAACGAAAAAATAAATGTAAAATATAAAGATTATAATTTTGAATTAAATGTGTACAAACAGAAAGATAGAACAACATATTCAATATTTGCAGACAATAACAATGACGAATGTTTGATAATTTTTGTTGAGGATAATATAAAAATGGCGAGTATTCATAATATTAGCTATTTTCCAACATATGCAAGAGAGGGTTTAGAATATCCAGGAGGAGGATCAATATTATTAAAATTTGCGATTCATTACTTAAAAACGAATAAGGATGCATTAAATATAAAAAAGATAAAAATCAAAGATAATGCGACATTATATTGTAAAAAAATGAAAGGAGTTATAAATTTGTCAGCAATATATATGTTAGCATTTGGAGAAACATGGTATGGCAAATATGGTTTTATTCCCTATGATCATTTAAACGACAAAATAGATATTCAGACTTTAGTAAATTATAAAGTCGACCAGAAATTGGTTAATATAATTCCATTAGATTGTACTAACGTAAGAATGATTATTGAAAAAACAATAAGAGAGCGTAATTTAGAAAAAGATCTAAGTATTGAAAAATTTAATAAAATATATAACAAATATAAAACTTATCCAATTATCAAATTTTTTAGAGATTTTTTGAATCGTAAGCAGTTTGAAGTAATATGTGAAATATTTGGTCATTCCTATAAAGAGATAATGGAAAGTATAGGTCTCCATGATTTGAAAGGAACGGTATATACATTAAATATTTAAGAATGACGGAATATACTGGAAAAACAACAATGGACCTTACTATTGTCAAACATAAAATCACTGTGTTATTCAATAATATAAATGAATAACAATAGAGAATAATATAGTTTTTGAAGAACTGTGCTGTTGTAAAACATTGTGACAATATTGCTGTTATTAATAAACCAATAATGGCATAATGTTTGTCAACAGCATTAAGTATCGCAAAAATAGAATTTGGTGAAAAACAAGTTTTACCAAATTGGGCAAGGTAATAAGGTGACCATTACACGTGTGCAGCTATTGCCAAACATATTTACAAAATCAACAATATGTCATACAATAGCTTTGAAAATAAAAGAGAGCAATGCTGTTATCAAACATTATGAAAATATTGTGGACAATGGCAAAGTTATTACAAAACAATAAAGACGGAATGTATGACAACAGTATTTATTAACGTAAAAATGTTAAAAACTGGAGTTATGCGAGGGGGTCAAAATTTTGTGTATGAATTTTTTTCTTGTCTAATTAAATCGATTATTATTTAAATGATCAATATTTTTCGAATAATTTATTTATAGTTGATATAAAAAGAGGTTTATAGTGATGCATTATATTAATACTATTATATGAATATACATATAGGTGCCTCATATGAAAAATATATACTTGAATATTTAAAAAATAATGAAAAATATGATAATGTATGGTTGTGGAAGGATATTCCAGAAAAAATATTATACGAGGAAAAAATAATTACGGATTATGCTAAATATTCATTGGTTCGCAATGATATAGGAATTGATATTTTGGCAAAGAAAAATAATGAGTATATTTATGTCCAATGCAAAAATTACAATAAAAATTCAATATGTGTACAAGATTTAGCAGGTTATTTTTTTTTCAAATCATCATATAAAAAAAATTGCAAAGTTTATTATAATGGTAATCTGAGTAATAGAATAAAATGTATTTACGCTGACATAGAAGAATTTGTACAAGTTCCATTTAATAATTTATTAGAAAACCCACAAGTGAACAATGATAGGATACAGGAAAGAGAATATCAATTAGAGGCTTATAACAGATTAAAAGATGAAAAAAGATCAGTAGTAACTCTGCCATGTGGAATGGGTAAAACATATTTGAGTTGTCTACTGGCCAAAAATCATGATAATATTATTTTTTTTTGCACCAACAAAAGAACTTTGTGTACAGACATATAATACATACAAAAATTATTTCAAAAATTATTCATTGAATTTAATTTCGACTGACGGAACAAGAGATATTAATAAATTTGTATTAAAAAACAAGAATATTTTAATATCGACATTTAAATCGTGCGACATTGTAAACAAATTAATAAATAAACTAGATAATCCTTATATTGTAATAGATGAATTTCATAATTTGAGTATAAATGACATAACAAAAAAGAGCAATGAAATGTTTAAAATACTAAATTCAAAATATCGAATATTATTCCTATCAGCAACACCAAGATATTTGGAACATAAAAATATATTTGGTGAACAAGTGTACAGTTATGAATGGCAAACTGCAATAAAAAAAGGATATATAAATGACTTTAAAATTGTATTACCTGAAAATTATTATATAACCATGGAACTTGATAAATTCGTAGATTTGTTTAGATTAGACAATAACAACAAAATGAATGTGAGCTACATTAAGAAAATGTATTTTATACTACGAAGTATACTGTACAATGGAAATAAAAAATGCATAATATATTTGTCCACAATAGAAAAAGCAAAAATATGCAAAAATATAATAGAATGGATGATAAAATTATTTAATAAAGTGATGCATGTGTCAATAATAGATTGTAGGACAAAGAAAAATGACAGGAAAAATATATTAAATGATTTTGCAACCAAAAATGAGATAAGTATAATCATAAACGTGCACGTATTGGATGAAGGAATAAATATACCAGAATGCGACAGTGTATTTATAACAAATCCGTCACACAATATCGAAAATATAGTACAAAGAATGAGTAGATGTAATAGAAAAATAGATAACAAAGGACTTTCATATATATACTTGTGGTGCAAAGAAAACAAAGTAAAAACGATTATGGATTATATAAATGGTAATACAAATAACGAATTGATCGAAAAGTATTCGACAATTAATTTTGCGAATTGTGATAAGATAGAAGAAAAAAAGAATATTAATGAAAAATCAGATCCACAGACGAATGATAAATTTCACATAGAACATATATTTGGGAAACACAATATAAAAGTAGTATATGACAATAAAAAAGAACCATGGTTTTGCTCAAAACAAATAGCCAAAATACTTGAATATCAAAGACCAAAAAAAGCAATACAAGAAAGAGTAGAAGACAATAATAAAACACAACTCAAAAATCTGGTTGATAATCATAAAAAACTAGGTAAAAATATGCAACCAAACTCTATTTTTGTAAATGCACCAGGTATTTGTTCTTTAATAAATAAAAGTAGACAGAAAGTTTCAGAAGAATATAAAAAACTACTGTTTGAAAATTTGGGAAAATTTGCATTATTGGAAAAAAAAACATAAATTGTTTTTGATTAAACTTTTAATATTATATATTAAAAAAATGTATATTGGAACAACAAAGAATTTTGCAAGTGTTCTTTGGAAATTATTGTTGAAATCATGACTAAATGCGATAAATTTGATAATAAAAATAGAAGAGAATAACATCAAATATATGAACGAGTAACGTGATATATACTATAAAAAATAACAACAGTGCAAAACGATAAATTTGATAAGTCTAAAATTATCATTTTATTCAATAAAAGCAGTGAATAAAAAAAATTTTATTGACAATGCGAAATAATAATATTAAATGCGAACTTTTTGATGTAAAAAACAGAATTTGGTGAAAAGCAAGTTTTACCAAATTGGGCAAAGTAATAAGGTGACCATTTCACGAACGCAGCTATTGCCAAACATAATTACAAAATCAACAATATGTTATACAATAGCTTTGATAAATAAAAGATAGCAATGCTGTTGTGAAACATTGTGCCAATATTGTGGATAATAGTAAAACTAGAATGAAACAATATTGTCAAAATGTGGATCATCAACATTTACCAAATTAGAAATGTGATTTTTTTGTATTATAACAGGTAAATACTAAAATGGTAAGATTAATTGGTAAAAATTGAAAATATTTCTTTTGAAAGTTGACAATGTGATATTAATACTAATGTAAACTATGAATACTACAAAAACCAACAATAAATATTGTGTTAAAAGAAAAGATGAGTATAAAAATAAAATAACAAATGAAACAGTCTACAAAATAGGAAATACAATAAGTATAAAATTTATAGGTAAAAACAAAGTGATAAATAATTTACTTTCCATCACAAAGGAAATTCTACATAATCACAACTTAAATACCAAGTCTCGTAAATATTTAAAAAACAATATTATTAACGTCGCAATTATAAAATGTAAAGTGTGTGATGACATTGATACTATGATAACTAATGCAATTTATTCAATTAGGAACGGCATAATTGTAATTGATAATCATAGCGATTTAAAAGTAAGTGAGCAGTGGAAAGAATCAAAAAATGTTGTTTTAATGAATAGTAAATTTTATTGCAACATAAAAAACATAGATAATTTATTAGATTACAATCAAAAGAAATACGAATACATATACTCGTATTACTACAAAAATAATGATATAATATTGAGAGAACAATGCGGAGTATCAAATTATATAGAAAAAATAATATTAAGAATATACGAGATTTTGTTAACTGAAAAAATAACGATTATTGAAGCATACGAGATTGTAAAGAATCTGAAAGAAAATTTTAATATTTCTCCCGCAAAATCATTAATTATATTTGAAAAGAATAAAATAACTTCAAAGATAATCCCCAACATAATTTCTAAAATAATTGAAGATCAATTGTGCACGAAAGAAAACATAATAATATATCTTAAAAAGAATTTACTCGAAATGAATGAAAATCATTTGCAAAATTATATTCAATATATACTACAATTTACTGAATTAAAAAATATATTTGAGAATGATTTTGACAGATTTTCAAATGAACTATTGAGCAATAATTTTTTTGATTTTGGAAAAATATATTTTCAGATTTATCCAAATATGTACAAAGACTGTGTTAATGCTATCATCAAAAAGCTCGACAGCGGAAAAATATTTAGCGTAACATATGATATATTTAATCTATGTTGTCAGTATGATAATAATTTTTCTAACACAATACGTGATATATATGCAAAAGCAATAAATGATAAAATAAATAATAATAACGACAGTGATGATGATTATTGTGACGAAACTGTGATAATAATATGCTCATATTATCCTGAATTAATTAATAACATTTTCGACATTTTTAGATTAGATTATTATGGTGGACTATCTAAACTTATAGAGAATATGAATATGTTTTTCGATGAAATAGTTAAAAGGAGAGATAAAGACAAATATATGATGAATATACTGGTAAATATAGTAAAAATATGTATTGAATATGATTGTGACGACGATGATGTTGTTAATGATATTATTAACAAAATTATAAATCCGTTTATAGAATTATTCAGTTTTAATAGAATTCAAATAGCGAAATACATAAATGAGCAAATTCAATGCGAAAGCCAAAATTTACGCACATTTTCTGAGAAGTTGGCAATAATATGTTATTTCAAATCAATGATTCCGAATATAGTAAATTATGAAGAGATTATAAAAAAAGATTGGATTAATAATATATCCAATTTTGAAATAATAGAGCCAAATGACTCTTATTGTCACGGTGTTGTGACAGAATTTAAATCCGATGGAAGAATTATAAAAATACAACATTACATAGATATTAGTTTTATTAATGTAATAAGAAACCTATTTGGATTTAAATATTTTAAAAGTTTAATGTTTTTATATGAGGATACGATAAATCAAAAAGTAAAAAAAATTATATGGCAATTAAATTAATATATTTTTTGTTTATAATTAAACAATTTGTCAACCCACAATAAAATTTTATCCTTTATCTCATTAAATTTATGATTATAGTCATTTTCTTCACATATTTGATCAATGAATGTCCATTTATCATTGTAACAAATATAATCATTTTCCTGAAATACATAGTTGGCAGTACAAAATTCGTTATTATTATGAAAATAATAATAATTAATATCAAAAACCAAAAATTTATTGTTATCCAAACTAATTCCATTATGCAGATATTTTACGGTTGAATTTGGTTTTTGATTAGTGACGATACAATGATCATTACCTTGACAAATATAAAAATTTTGATTTGGATAAGATAATTTTAATATAGGAAAAGTAACAAAAAAAGCTACATTATGACAATTTTGAGGAAAAACATAAAATTCGTAACTTTTATTTGTTTTTTTAACTGCATCATCTATTAGTTTGTTTTCATCATTGATCAGATCACGATAATTGTTAAATAATCGATCCCCACGATTCAAATTGTTTTTTTCATTTAAAAGTCTTTCTAAACGATTATTCCATCGGGTTAAAGGAGTTTTGGTTACATTATGTGTTATATAATGTTTATTTTCGAATTGATATAATAAATTTAATCCTTCTAAAAATAATTCATTAGATGAATTTCGCTTGAATATATCAGAATTCTCGAAATCATAATAATACACTGCTTCCATACTAACTGAATATTGAAAAATATTAAGAAATGTCATCAAAAGATTAATATTTCAAAATTTTATAAAACAAAACCATAGTAAATATTAAATTTCACAATAAAAACAATTATTGTGTACATTTGATTTTTTTATCGTGATATGAAACGATTGATTTATATGTGAATGCTATTATATGAAAAAAATGCTGTTGTAAAACATTGTGACAATGTCGCCGTCATCAATAAATCAATAATGGCAAAATGTATAACAACAGCATTAAGTATCGCAAAAACAGAAATTGGTGAAAACAAGTTTTACCAAATTGGGCAATGTAATAAGGTGACAAAATCACGAACACCGTAACTGATAAACATAATGACAAAATCAATAATATGTAAAACAATAACTCTAAAAAATAAAATGACACAATGCTGTTGTAAAATATTATTTCAGATATAAAGATGAAAATTATACTGTAGTCATTGGAGATTATCTTCATTATTAATATCATAAGTGCGATCTATCAATATCTAAAGTTAAGAAATATAGTAGTATCTCAACAAATATGTAATCATATAAATTCTTACAAATTCAAAAAAGTTTACAAGGATGTTATTATTATAACTAATTAGGTAAGGTATTGAGGTAGCATTTTTTTATTATTAATCAAAGCAATAATAGTGGAAAAAAATAATAGTAGATGCTGTTGACAAACATTTTAACAGTATTGTGAGTAGTAAATCAATAACGACACAATGTTTGTCAACAGCATATACCAACATGTTAAAGGATTTGATCAAACTAAAATTAATATATTTAGAGAAAGTAATAAAGATAATTTTGGATTTCAATCTTCATCAGAATATAACAAAAAAATGAAAAATAATTATCCAAAAAAATATATTAATTAATATGAATTACTTTAAAATGTCGATTTGTAGCGATATATACAATATTATAGCAAACTATTTACCTATTCAAGATTCAGTAAAATTGCAATATCTATGTAAAAATTTATTTGAATTTAGAATGGAACATTTTGTTTTTAATAAATTTAATAGCCAGTTTTTAGAAAAACATTTAGAATCAATAGTCAAATTGGAAATACGACAAATAGACATAAATGAAATAAACGACAACACAATATCGAAATTTAAAAAATTAAAATATTTAATATTACCAGGAAATCAGGAAATAACAGATGACGGCTTAACGCATCTGACAGGTATTCATACTTTAAATTTATGTTTTAATAATAATATAACAGATAACGGATTAGTATATTTGAAGGGAATTTATGATTTGAATCTTTATTATAACAAAAATATAACAGATAAGGGATTAGTACATTTGGAGGGGATTTATAATTTGAATCTTCATTATAATAAAAATATAACAGATAACGGATTAGTATATTTGAAGGGAATTTATGATTTGAATCTTTATAATAATAAAAATATAACAGATAACGGATTAGTACATTTGGAGGGGATTCACACTTTAGATTTGGGTCACAACAAAAAAATTACTGACAATGGATTAATACATTTGAAGGGCATTCATACCTTGAATTTATATAATAACACAAAAATAACAAACGAAGGATTAATACATTTGAAGGGCATTCATACTTTATATTTAATCAGTAACACGAATATAACGGACGATGGATTGAAATATTTGAAGGGAATTCACACTCTAGATCTTCGTTATAACATAAATATAACGGACGATGGATTGAAATATTTAAAGGGAATTCACACTCTGAACCTTAATCATAATAATAACATAACGGACGATGGATTGAAATATTTAAAGGGAATTCATACTCTGGACCTTAATCATAATAATAACATAACGGACGATGGATTGAAATATTTAAAGGGAATTCATACTCTGGACCTTAATCATAATAATAACATAACGGACGATGGATTGAAATATTTAAAGGGAATTCATACTCTGGACCTTAATCATAATAATAACATAACGGACAATGGATTAGCACGTTTGAAAGGCATTAATACTTTATACTTAGACAGTAACACAAATATCACGGACGATGGATTAATATACTTGAAAGGTATTATTAAGTTATCATTGAGCAGTAATAAAAATATAACAGATAACGGGTTAATAAATTTAAGTGATATTGTTGTCCTAGATTTGAAATATAATGAAAATATAACAGAGAATGGTTTGATGAACATTAAAGGATGTTTGTTCGGTAACAAGAAATTAAGAGGTCGCAATGGTTCTAAACTTTATATAGTGGAAATTTAATAATTGTCATCCAATAACATATATTTTAACATAATTAACTTTTAAATTTGCAATGATGAATTACAATAAAATATGTAGTGATATATTTGTCCAAATGAAGAGTAAAAAATAACAATCAATACTGTTATTACGAGAATATGTACCAAAAAAATAAATTGTTATGATTATAAATTAAAAAGTATTGGAATATATACCTTTACGAAAATAAAAACAATATGTATTGTATACAATTAAAGAGTGTGGAATAGTAATCAATGCTGTTGTAAAACATTTTGCTAACAGCATTTACCGAAATAGAACTATTATTTGGTTAAAACAAGTTCAACTAATTTTGGCAAAGTGATAAGGTGACGAATTGCAAAAGTATTTTTCTTTATAAATATGTCAATAAGAACAAAACAATAATCGGTGCTGTTGTCAAACATTATGTCAATATTGCGGATGATAGTAAATTAATAATAGTGTAATGTTTGTCAACAGCATTGACCAACAGCAATGACCAACATAAAAATAAAATTTGGTGAAAACAAGTTTACCAAATTGAGCAATGTAATAAGGTGACAACTTCACGAACACAGCTATTGTCAAACATAATGACTAAATCAACAATATGTAAAACAATAGCTTTGATAAATAAAATGACACAATGCTGTTGTCAAACATTATGTCAATATTGTAGATAATAGTGAAACTAGAATAAACAATATTGTCAAAATGTAGATCAACAGCATTTACCAAATCATAAAACAGATATACAATAATACATAATTTTTATATATCAGTGTATTTAACAATAAAAAAAATGAAAAATGATTGTCCAAAAAGTATATTTATTATATGATTCACTTTAAAATGTCGATTTGTATTGATGTATACAATATTATAGCAAACTATTTACCAATTCAAGATTCCATAAAATTGCAGTATCTATGTGAAAATTTATTTGAATTTAGAATGGAACATTTTGTTTTTAACAAATTTAATAGTCAGTTTTTAGAAAAACATTTGGAATCAATAGTTAAATTGGAAATACGACGAGCAAGCAAATATGGTATCGTAATAAGTGATGAAATAAATGACAGCATAATATCAAAATTTAAAAAATTAAAATATTTAATATTACCGGGAAATCAGGAAATAACAGATGACGGCTTAACGCATCTGACAGGAATTCATACTTTAAATTTACATTCAAATAAAAACATAACAGACAACGGATTAGTACATTTAAAGAGCATTCATACTTTATATTTAAGTTATGGCAAAAATATAACAGATAATGGTTTAACACATTTGAAGGGCATACATACTTTAGATTTGGGTACTAACATAAATGTCACGAACGATGGATTAATACATTTAAAAGGCATTCATACCTTGAATTTATATAGTAACACAAATGTCACGAACGATGGATTAATGCATTTGAAGGGGATTCATGCTTTAAATTTATATAGTAACACAAATATTACGGACGATGGATTAATACATTTGAAGAACATTCACACTTTGAATCTTTTTTATGATAATAATATAACAGATAATGGATTAATGTACTTGAAAGGTATTATCAGATCATCATTGAACAGTAATAAAAATATAACAGATGACGGGTTAATAAATTTGAGGGGCATTAATTTATTGGATTTGGAACACAATGAAAATATAACAGAGAATGGATTGGTACATATAAAAGGCTGTTTGTTCAGCAACAAAAAATTAATAGGTAGATACGGATTCGGGCGTTGAAAGAATTGAATAATTATCATCCAAAACATACTATTTTATTTGATTTTTAAATTTGCAGTAATGAATTACAATAAAAAATGTTGTAATATAATGGCCAAATGAAGAATATAAAATAACAATCAACCTTTACGAAAATAAAAACAATATGTATTGTATACAATTAAAGAGTGTAGAATAGTAATCAATGCTGTTGTAAAACATTGTGCCAATATTGCATAAAGTAATACATCAATAATGGCAAAATGTAAATCAACAGCATTTACCAACATAAAAATAAAATTTGGTGAAATGGATAAAAGTAATAAGGTGACAAAACACCAAAATATTTATCTCTATAAATATATCAATAATGGCAAAATAAGAGTGGATACTATTGAAAAACATCATGACAATATTGTTGACAGTAAATATATCAATAATGACACAATGTAGGTCAACAGAAATAAACAAAATAATAGCAGATACTGTCAAAAATGTGATAGTATCGTAAACAATAAAAAATCAAATGTGGTATAATGTATAACAACAACATTAATCACCTCAACAACAGAATCTGATAAAAACAAGTTTTTACCAAATTAGGCAATGTAATAAGGTGACAACTTCACGAACACAGCTATTGTCAAACATAATGACTAAATCAACAATATGTAAAACAATAGCTTTGATAAATAAAATGACACAATGCTGTTGTCAAACATTATGTCAATATTGTAGATAATAGTGAAACTAGAATAAACAATATTGTCAAAATGTAGATCAACAGCATTATATGATATACCTTTAACTAATGTGAATAATAAAAGGCTTTTTATAGTATTTTTTGATAGTCGGAAGACAATTTTATGCTTATTAAATTGCACGAAAATTACGTCAACAATCTTCTGCACTCAATTAACCGACAGTGGTTGATGGTTTAGATATCAACTAAAATTGCGTATTCTCTTATAATTTGATATACAATTGAGCCATATTATTAAAATAGGATCAGATGTCAAATGTGCGAGTATTTATTTGAATTGTTAAATAACAAAGTTCAATAAATTATTTCTTATTCATATTACTAATTTGCAAAAGTCCTAATACCATATTATTGGGACTTTTTAAAAATAAAATATGATCAATTCCAATTGCATTTTGAAATTGAGCGTCTTCTGGTAAAAACTTATAAATTTTGAATGTTTCGGGAATAGACTTTTTAACAGAAATTATGCTATTCAATAGTACATTATAAAATGGTCCAACTGGATAAAATTTATCAACATCAAATTCATACCCCAAATAAAATGAAGTCATAGTTAATATAAATGCATCATTCACGTAATAAAAATACTTGCTCTTCGTATCATCATGGCTAACTCTTTTATAATTGTCATTTATATCCACAATAAATTTGTTGTAATTATAATTGATAAATTCGTTTGGAAATAAATCCACACTATATTTTGCTTTTAATAAATCATAAAATTCTTTCATAAGAGGTTTGAATTTGCTCACAAGCGCATCCCTCGACAAGATATAATAAGATACTGGGATCGGAACTAATAATTCGTCAGCAATATATTTTATTTTTTCTAATTTAACTTCTCTGCCAGACAAATAATCAATTAATTGATGAACAATTTTTGGTTCGTAATTGAGATAATAAAGATTGTCATTATCACTTGCTTTCATTTCTGTATCAATCCAAGCTTTTATGACATCAGATTGTTGCATAATACTCTTTTCCACTTGGATAATAGTACCTCTGGCATTAATATTTATTAAATCCATTTTGTATAGAACTTTATATATTAATATACAATGGTATGCTTATTTCAATTTTTCGAGCTTCGAGAAAATATACAGTATTTTCACATTAAAACTAATTATACTGTTTTATTTTGTAATAAGGCGACTAAATTTAAAAACAATAATTACATTATTTCATCATAACTATTGTTATTTAAGAAAAAAGCGAATTATTACACTAACAATTTTTATCAATAGTTTTTCAATATTATGGCATATACACAAAAAAATTGAAAACTATAATATCTAAATATTCTTTTAGATTTAAAAATTATTAATAACCACAGTGTTTATTAACAAATTTCGAAATTGTAATTATTTAATTGAAAATAGATACATAAAATGCCAAATATTGATCAAACTATACGTAACCTAGTATTTTCAGATAATAAAATTGATTATGATAAAATACCATTAATATATGTATTAGCACACATCCAAAATCATTATAAAGAAAGAGCCGTCATATTAACTCGAAAAAATAACCCCGCTATACCTCTTATAGGTTTCCTTTTAGGTTTCCTTATAGTTTGTGCTCTATTATTACCAACTGTGCCTGTCATTATATTATTGATGTATGCGGATACTATGGATACTAATCGTGTAATTATGTTATTGATGTGTTTTCTTTTTTTCTGGGTGCCTTGTGTATGGGTATTCTTATCAATATGGAAAATATTTTTGTCACGAATTCATGACGCTAAAAATAAAATTTCATTCAACCAGCTAATTAATGATTTAACATTTGAAGATATACCACGTTTGGATGAATCTAAAATTATAAAAATTTTTGGCGGTATCACGAAATCAACTGTAATTGTGGACAACGATTATGTGAGCAATAGTCACGCGATTACTTCAGAAATATTAGAGTTGTATAACAAAAAATATGAAACCTATTATCTAAAAAAAATAGATGATGATAATTATTGTGTGGTTTATGCGATTTATAAATTTTTAATTGTTGAAGAGGAATTATACTCGAGACGTATATCAGTTGATAAAATTATTACATTATTGTCAAATTATGACCAATATAAAATGGGCGTATACACATTTAATACATTTATGGAGAAAACGATGGTTAATGAAACTTTTATGAATGATGATTGTGTGTAAACTATATTTGTATTTATCAAAGTTAATTGTCATAAAATACTTTTTGACATATATCAACTTTAAAATTATTGTTTGCTCTTTGAATAATTTTATAGACATTAATATATGACAAATAAAAATATCGAGTATAAAGTTAAAAAATATTTACATAAACTTGGTTTTAAAAATTATCAAGGAAATTATGACTACAATTCATATCTATATCTAAAAAATGCGTATCAGAATCAAAAAGGTGGAATAAGAATAAAAATGATTGATCAACGAATCAACAAAATAACATATTTATTTTATCATGGTTCATTAATAAAAAATGATTATTTTCAAATGCCTGAAAACACATATTTGTTGCTCGCATCATGTATCGGCACTGTTACTAATTTGAACAAAGAAATATTTAATCCAAAAGACACAACAATATTGATAGATCGTTTATCCAATTATAAAAAAATATTTGGAACTTCATCATTACAACCATCTAAATTCATTTCTAAAATTAACGAAAAATTAATGACAGGGGACAAAAAAATTAATCTCAATACACAAACAAATTTTGTTCTATATTCACCAGGAGACATATTATGCAACATTAATTTTTCTCATGATAAATCCATTATAAGAACATTTGTACAAAAGTCAACAGAAGATAACTATAATATTCCGGACATTGATGATTTTATCGCTTATTTGAAAAAATTAATAAAAGAAAGTCCAGAAAAAATTCGTGAAAATGCTTCAAGATCAAAATTAAGTTCAAATAAAAGACTTGTTCAAAGTTTGAAAGATGCCGATGAAGAACCATATAATAAAGTAGATATGATTTTGCGTAATGTGGAATCAAATGAGGATATAACAAATTTCCTTCATAATTTGTTGTTAGGTACAAATTTTGAATATAGTGATAAAAATGATGAATATAGATTATTCATACTTCATTTGCTTACCATTTTTTTAAAAGAAAGAAATATTGATATTACTGATAATAATTCTAAAATCACTTTAAAGGACTTTATTATGAATAAAGAAAAATCAAATGAACCAAGATTTTTTGTCTCTTTTGCATGCCAGTGTTCAAATGATTCATGTTGGGCAACATATTGTCGAAACATAACAAAATGTGGCAATGATATTCTCAGTTTTGTTGATGATATATTATTTTATAATATGATTGGTTATGATCTCAATGTTTTTAAAAATTTATTTAATTTGTATTCGCCATATATTAAAAAATTATTTAAATATGTACCCCAACATTCCAATCCAAATTATATTTTGGATCAAACAATATTACCTACAGGTTACACAATAAGTCAAGTTTTTGATAATTTAGAAAAAAACAAAAATTTCGATCCTCAAAATCAGTTATCATTAAAGTCTATTTACAATTATATCCATGATTTCTCTATAAATGAAGATTCGACTTATGAAAAATATTTTTCAAAAAAAACTGTAAATTTCAAAACATTTTCAGTAATTAGTCAAGTGGCACTCAATTCTATCATTTATTGGATGATTATAGAATTTTATAAAAATACTGATCTGACAACTAAATTATTAAAATCGATTTACTATAAATTCGACTATAAACTTTACAAATTAATTATACAACAAACAATCATATATGAGAATGAATGGGACATAAATTCATTACTTGCCATATTAAATACTCAGAAAAGGTCTGTAAAATTAATAGGTATTGACAAAATTCCAGAAGATGATAAAATACTTGACGATATATACAACGATAAATTTGATTTTTTTGACAAGTTGTCCGATGAAGAAAAAAATGAATATTATAAATCTACTTGGATAATAATTGACGGAATACCAGAACTTCGTAAATATATTTTAAATAATTTATTGAAGCGTTTTAATGAAGTGTTTTACAAATGTAATTCTACGATAGGCTCTTACTTTTTCAAATTACTTCCTTCTCCAAATCCTTTCAGAATTAATCAATAACTCAAAATAAAAAAGTATATGGAGTAAAAAAAGATAATAAAAATAGTCGATGCTGTTGTCAAACATTGGGTCAATATTGTGGATAATGGTAAATCAATAATGGCATAATGTTGGTCAGCAGCATTTATCAATCCAGAAATAGAATTTGATGAAAATAGCTTTCATCAAATTGGGCAAAGTAATAAGGTGACAAAAATAAAAAAAAACAAAATGCTATCTATATATTGTACTACACAATTCACTAACTATGTTATCCACTTATAAACAGTTAAATTGATATAAATATATCAATATAAATATATTTAAGAATGGAAAATAACATAACATTAGATGAAAAAATAAGATTATTAAAGTTACATTTGGATAATCTAAATGATGAAAACAAAATTAATATTTTTTTTGATATTTATAAAAATAATGTTGGAACGGAAAAAGAAATAATTGTAAATGATAAAAAGATAAATAATGCCGAAGTAAAAAGTAATAAACCAAAAGAATTAGATAAAAATAGCCATAAATATATTATCTTTTTGAAATTATTAAATGAAATATTGGTTGCTAACGAAATGAGTCCAATAAATGATATTTACGAATTCAAAAATATGACAAAAGAACAACTGATAAAGAATAAGGAGGCAAATAAATTGTTTGGATTAAAAGAAGAAATATTCAAGAAAAAAGAAGGATTCAGTAAAAACATGTGTCAATGGTATGCAAGACGTAAAATAGACAACTATATTATCTCTTTTCTAAAGGGAGCATGTGAAGAGTTAGGTGTCACATTGGAATCAAAATACGCAAAAAAAGTAAATAATAACAAAATTGTTAATTTTGCAAAATATTCAATCAAATAAAAAATATATAGATTTTATGAAATTTGTTGGTCGGAAAAAATTCTCTAAATTTTTTCTAATTATATTGTATCAAAAAATGAAACGTAGTATATTATTATCTTCAGAAAAAAAAATTATTAATGCTAACGTAAAATACTGCAGAAATGATGTCCAGCATAATGTTAAAATTGGTATAAATGTTATTGACAAAAAGTATGACAGCAAAACAAAAACGTATATTGAGAATACAGTATGTCATCGCTTCACAGGATTCGACAACTATCAATTATTGTTCGAGTATATGCAGAATTTGGATAATCAAGATAGATGTTGTTTTGAAATAATTCACGACAATTGTAAACCATATTTGGATGTAGAATATGTTCCACAAGAACAACCACAAATTGATCCCAGTATTATTAAGAATATTGTCAACGATATAATCAAAATTTTCGAAATAGACTATAAACTCAAATTAAGTGAACAAGATATAATTGCCTGTAATGCTCATAAATATAATGACAACAATCAGATCATAAAATATTCGTGGCATATTATTATATCACCGTTGACATATAATTGTGTTTATCAAAATAATAATTTTAATAATGAGAATTGTGCAGCTGACTTAATATTTCGTTTGTGTCAAATTAATGAAAAATACATTGAGGTCATAGATAGAAGTGTTTACAGTAAATTTAGAGAAATGAGAATGTTTTTGTGCAATAAGGTTCCAACTGAATCCAGAATTTTAAAATGGAACGATTATGATATCAAAAAAATGGACTTTAAAACATATTCTAGATCGTTTATAAATTATATTGATTCGAATTTAGAAATAGTTAGTATAGAAACACCATATAGACCTAATCCAGATACATTTTTTAAAACCAAAAAAGAAACAGTACAAATAGAAGAAAAGAAGAAACAGTTTGAAAAAAATAAAAGTGCTAAATTAAAACAAATTCAGGATCGAGATAGTAAAATTAACAAAGAGAATAATAATAATAATAATAAAAGTACTGACAATAATAATAAGATATCCAATAAATATAAATATGTAGAAGAAATTGTCGACAATATTGCAGATTATAGATCAGACAAATATGATCAATGGATTAGGATCAAATGGGCGTTGAAAAATCAATCTGTTATAGACAATGATGATTACTTTAATATTTTCGATAGTTTTTCCAAAAAATCCAATAAATATGATAAGGATGAGGTGATTGAAGAATGGAATAATCAAATGTACAAATCAGGTGGTGTCACATTAGGTACATTAATAATGATGCTAAAAGAAGATAATATTGAAGCACTAAAATACATTCATAATAAGTATGAATTAGCAAATCCACGTAAAATTATAGAAGAGTTTTACAATCCAGATATTACTAAATATTTCAAACATATAATAAAATATGAAGATGCTATGACTCAAGATTTCGTAGTAAATGAAGGACAAAAGGGGTGTGTTGTCGGTATGGAAATGAGTATGGGCAAAACGAACACACTTTTTAAACAAGTAAGAGGACACAATAATTCTTTTTTAACAAAAAAAATAAAAAATATGCCAGATAAAACATTTTTAAATTATGATAAGATATATCATAGAATTTTAGTTATTAGTCATAGAAGATCAATTGCTGCCAAATTTTTTGGAGATTTAGAGGCTCTCAATTTTGAATTATATTTTGATTATAAGAATAAAACGATTATAGAAGCGAATAGATTAATAATACAATTAGATAGTTTACACAAAGTGGACCTAGTGACACCCACTTTGAATATGATGGAATGAACCATAAAAATGAAAATACTAATGCACTAGAACATTTTATTAAAACTGGAGCAAGGGTTGTATTAATGGATGCCAATTTGTCAATAAAATCCTATGAAATTATGAGCAAAATGGATAATCTAGATAATTATACTTTAATTGTCAATAAATATCAAAAATTAAAGGATTGGGAGTTAGTGTTCGTTAACGGTGAAGAGCAGACTAAATTAATAAAAAATGATTTAGAAAATAATCACAAAGTATGTGTGGCATCATTATCGAAATCAATGATAGATTCACATTATAGTATAATAATTCCTGATCATATAATCTATTCCTCGGAAACAGATAATGAGGAAAATTTAAAGAAATTATGAATGTGAATGAGAGTTGGAAAAATAAAAATATCGCTTATACTCCATCAATATCGTCCGGTATTAGTTGTACAATTAAAAATCAATTTAAGCATATATACGGATATAGTACGAATATGTCGGCATTGGCCACCGATTTTATTCAAATGTTGAGAAGAATTAGACATCCAATGGAACAGTCTTTTTATATTTACAATGAAACTGTGCCATATTATACATCATTATTGTCCATAGAAGAAATAGAAAGATATATTCAATACTCACACACTGTGGGGGACTGCCATGATATTATTAGAGATATGACAAAATATATAGATGGAAACAAATACACAATCAAGAAGAATACAGCATATTACATTCATCTATATAACAAATTGGAACGAGAAATCAATAGAAGATATTTTAAGGAAGTTTTGCTATATTTAGCAGAGAAGAAAGGTATGAGAGTAGTTCACAAGGAAAATTATAAGACAAACAGTAAGACTTTTAAAAAGGAAATCCAAATAGTAAAAGAGACGAATAAAGAAATAGAAATTAATAATATAATCAAATCAGATGTTATTAATGATGAAGAATATGATAATATCAATTCACTGATCAAAAAAGAAGATAAATTAACATTGGAGCAGAAAAATTCTCACAAGTTGAAAACCTTATTAAATAAATTTAAATATGATAATGAAAGGTACAAAAAACTGAGTAAAAAAAATAAGAAGCAATTGGTAGAATTTATGATGGATAAAAATAATTATGAAAAGTTTATGAATAATAGCGTAATAAACACGAAGGATGCAGATCTGAGTAAAACAATAGAACGGATTCGGCACAATGACATTAAAAGAAGGGGAATTAAGGAACCGCATGAATACAAACAATATTATCGACAGCATTTTCTGATAGATAAAATGTTAAAATTAGTTGGTTTCAAATCAATTAAAGATAAGGATAAATATACTGTTGACTCAATGAACGCGAATATCGAAACTAATAAAAAAGATTTAATCGCAATAATAAACGAAATAATGTATATCAACAATGATCAAACCAAAAAAGATGTTAGTATTAAGACAGTTGGAAGCATTTTAAGGAAATTCTATGGATTTACTTTTGATAGGACAAGTATATGTGTGAAAAGTAAAAAATATAATGCTTATCGACTTGAAAATACAATTAATTGGGGAATACTATATTACCCGAAATTGATACAAATTAAAGATGATTTTTTAGAATATGCATTTTAGTCTTCTAATTGATTTTTCTTATTTTTTACTCACTTTCCCAGTTATATAATAAAACAATTAATGTGGGTTAAAAAACATGAAAAAGTAAAACAGTTAACTAAAAAAAACAGATAATTGGCTTAATAAAATAATTTAATAAAACGGCAATTAAAATGGATAATTAAAATGGACAATAAAAGTAACAAATAAATGGGTAACTCTGAATGATCATAAAATGGATAATTAAAATGGATAATTAAAATGGACAATCAAAAAGACAATAAAAAGTGTAATCAAATGAACAAAAAAAGTCAATCAAATGACAAAAAAAATCCGGAGTTATAAAATGGTTCAATAAAACGGGGGAAAAAATGGATTATTGAATGGTTATTCAGAGTAACAAAAAATGGATAATTTTGATTGACCATAAAATGACAATAATAAAGGCAATCAAATGACTATAAAAAAACGTTTTATAAAATATAATTGTAATAATGAACAGCTGAACTAATCTTAGACTGAAACAATGATAGATCAATTATAATAAAAACAATAAAAAATATGTTTAAAAAACAAGAATTTGATATACAATAAATCATATACCAAATTGGGAAAAGTAATAAGATGACTATATATAATATATATTATGGTCAAATTTTTGGAAAAACTAATTTATAAATTATTGGCTGGAGAATAGAAAATAAATGCGAGAAGCCATTAGAAGCTTAAATATTGGATAATATAGTATTATATATATGGAAATAATTTATGATCCTTCAGAAGATTGCGAAATTGTAGGTTATCTAAGTAACCTAAAACCAAATAAAAGCAAAGATTTATGTATTGTATGTCAAAAAATGGAGCCAGATAATGTGACATGGAATAGGTATGAGTTGCCTTGCAACCACGTGGGTCATACACGGTGCGTAAGAAGACATATGGCCCGAACATTAACTTATTGTCCTAAATGTGACAATAAATTGAAAAAACTGAATATGAGGCATGAATCAAAAATGACGTGGCAAGCTATGTTGAAAAATAATAAAAAAAATATAATAAAATGCGTATTGTGTAAAAATAATTGCGATGATAGGTATAATATATTACAAGGATCATTTTCATTTTATGATTCGGAAGTAGAAATATGTTATTTGTGTGATGTATGTATGTACGAAAAAAATATTGAAGATGGAGATGAAATAATATTTGTAAACAAAGGAATATTTAAAATAGATTCCATAAATCGATCAGAATAATAAAATAACTCTCTCCATAATATTATATCACAAATTCGCCAAAGCCATGGTCAACATGAAATTATAGCTCTGTGAACCAAACTATTGTAAATCATGATAGTGATCACGACTTACAATAGTTTGAGAGAATATAATTGGTCACCTTATTACAAAAAAATCGATATAATTCAGTGGCGTCATAAAAAAATCAATACATCGAATCATTTAGTGGACGGAATTTAATGTGTATTTAACACATTAAATTGGGCAAGGTAATTAGGTAACCATTTTATATATCACAATATTTTTTACCATATTAAATCATCTTCAGAAATTGTCGAATTAGTTTCATCATCATCATCATCCTCGTCGATATAACCATGAGGACGATGAGAACCATTTTGATCTGTAGGATAACAAGATATGCAAGACGAGCAATATTTTCCCTCATGTCCGTGAGTAATACAATATCCTCTAAGACAGTAATAGCAAGGTGATGATGCCCCATAATAAATTGAATCATCCGGATCACAATCATCACAGAAATACTTTAGACAATCATCGCATTGATATGAAGAATCGAACGTAAATTTCATTTTGCATATAGAACAAGTAACCCGCTCGTCAATATAATCAATAACACAATTGACCATATCTTGAGGCAAGATATTTCTAAAAACACAATAGATTTCCTTTAAAGTATCAACATCTTGATAATCAATGTCATTGTCAGTATTCACAATAGATTTAGGCCGAATATGTCTTTCACATTCGGGATTACAACAACATTTTGCACATTTCTTGTCAATACAATATATACTCAAAATATTACCACAACAACACTTATCCATAATAACTAATATGATGATTATATTATTTATTATTTATATATTCAAATTTTGGCAATATGTACAATTAAAAAAAATGAATGATTTGGAATAAACAAAAAAAATGAATAATAATGAGCAAACTTTTGGAAGTTTACATAAAAGTAAATGGAACAATCATTTTATATAAAAAAAAAATATTAGCCGAAAAGAAGTTAATAACACGATACTGTGTGATTCTTGGGGTGACGTATGTCCAAAATTATTGGAATATACTGATAATTCGATAACGCCAGAAAAATATGATTTGACATATTTTGAATATGTTCGACAATTTAAAAATCGAACAGAAATCAATGTAAAAGTGGAGAATTTGCTCAATAGGATACACACAAGAGGTTATATACATGGTGATATACATGAAGAGAACATTGTTATAAAATTGGATAGTAATGAAAATATTGCGGATGTTCGTTTGATAGATTTTGATAGTTTAAAAAAAATAGATACTTTTAATTTTGAGCAAATAGTTGATCTATGTGAAAAAGATTTTGGCATTAAGGATTATACATTGGAAGCGATCTATAGTTATGAAATGAAAATTTGGAGACATCGCAATGCTTAAAATATAATAACTTTTTTTATATGTACCGAATGATTCAGTGTCATGTCCAGTGGGTGACAAATGTAATCAAAGCCATTGCAAATACGAAGTAAGTTACAGTGGCTCTGTAAATTGTGCTGACACAAATACTGCATTGATAGTGATCGCGACTTACAATAATAAAAAGAATATATTTGGTCTCCTAATTACCAAAATTCCCGATATAATATGGAGCCAAACAAAAAAAGATATATTGAATCACTAAATTTGAGCAAAGTAATAAAGTAGTAAAATAACAATGCTGTGGTTAAATATGCGGTGGATATCATCAAATGGATACAGCGATATTGTCAACATATTTATCAACAGCATAAATCAAACGAAAAGAACCATAAAAATTTATTCTTTAATTGCATAAATTAAATGATATTCGTTGCCAAAAACAAAATTAGAACATCCATAAGGATGAATAGAAACAATTCCAGATTCATCGACCTTCGCAATATTCAATTTTAAAACCACATTATCAGCAGAGAGAGTTATATGTCTGAATTTACTCAATTTGTTTATTGTTTTTTGAGATAATTTTATTATTTTCAAAACTTTATCAGGACGTTTATTATGCAAACCACAATCACAAGGAATTTTTTCGATATACTCCTTTGGTTTATCATAAGCAAATCTCGAATGTCCAGGTATATATAAAATCATTATGTCATCAATAATCAGAAAGCGATTTGCAGTAAATTCATTATTAAAACCGACATCATTAATTACATAATCCTTATACTTTTTATCATATTTATCAATATACAATAAAGACGTACTAATATAAGAGTTTTTAAAGACACAGCCGATAATAAATGATGTGGCAATACTAATAAATTTGTCGGAAACATTTTTTTCCAAATAATGATTAATATAATTATTTTTTCCAATAGCATTCATGTAACTAATATAAGTACCGTAATTACAATCAAAACCATTAGAAGCAAAATATTTCAAAAGATCATCTCCAATAGAATGTTTATCAAATATTTTTTTTATAGTATCTACTTCAATCATAAGATACTCCATCAGCATAAACACATTTAAATTAATAACAGAAACAGATTTAGATTTGTTGTCAATACTCATTATAATGTGATGTAATTGCCTAAAATTATCTGCCAGATGATTATTAACAACAATATTTTTGTACAGAATATTAGTGGAATCTATTTGAATATTAGAATACTCAAACAAATCATTATTTAAAAATGGATAATAATTTGTTTCTCGATGAGATAATATAACTGTGTCAGTGGAGCCGTCGTTTATAAATTTCAAAATATAAATTGATTCCATAATATTTTCAAACTAATGGTTATCTGGTCAATAGATATTAATAATTGTGTATTTCAATATTTTCATAAATTAATAATATAAATTTGCTAAATTTGCTTAAAACAATTGTACCAAAATATCAGTATTCCAAATGCATCCAGATGGAACATCCCATGAACTATAAAATATTATATCTTTCGAAATATTTAATTTCTTTTTTTCAATAACATTTATTTTATTCAATATGTACTTTTGAATATTATCAATTAACTTGCCATGTGATATTTCCTCATATTTATCTTGGCAATAATTTTTACTAAATTCTTCACGGAAAGGCATTATTTCAATTCCACCAAAATCTTGAGAAACTTTTTTCCAATTTATCAACAAATAACAGTCACCCGATTTTTTCTTGTTTGTATTGTGTATAGAATAATATTTGAGTACGAAATTTACAAATTTAAATTTAGTATTAAGTTTCAAAATTTTATTTTTATTCAAATTATTTAAATCAGTGTAAAATTTTGCCTGTAGATTAAATTTATGTTTATAGATTTTTTCGGTGACACCCATTTCATTTTTCAAAAAGTTTTTCCAGCAATTGTTGACACTATACCAAAATCCATTGGGTTTAAAGCTTGATGAAGATTGTTTGTATTCATGATTTTGAATCACAATTTCTTTATAATACGAAATATGTTCAAGTAGCATAATATATAATATAGGTAAAAATAATAAGTTTAATCATCAAAGTGTCCGTTTTATTGGCCATTGAACTGCCAAATTTATAATAATATGGTTAGTGGGCATTTCGAAATAAATAGCATAGTTATTGTAGATGTTCAGGCAAACATTTGATTAATCACAATAATTGAGATATACAAAAACAAGTTTCGTACTGAAATGAAACAATGCTAATACCAAATATGTGGACAATATCGCAAAATCAGTATAAACAACGATAATAACATCATATCGATCAGTAGCAAAGGCGAAACAAAGGTCAATGCTGTTGGCAAACATTCTGAGAATATTGGTATAATCGTGAGATCGTGGATCAACATAGCCAAAATGTAGATCAACAGCATTAACAAATTGAGAGATAGGATTTGGTGAAAACAAGTTTTACCAAATCGGGCAAAGTAATAAGGTAACAAAATAAAATTATTATAAGAAACAACCAGATTGATTCAAACAATTGTCAATGCTGTTGCCAAACATTAAACCGATATTAGAACAATAGTAAGACTGGAATAAAACAATATTGTCATAATGTAGGTCAACAGCATTAACCAATTCAAAAATAGGATTTGGTGAAACAAGTTTTACCAAATCGGGCAAAGTAATAAGGAACCTAATTTCGACGGACATTATAAACATTAATAACTAATAAAAAAAGAGTGGAGTCACAAAAATTCTAAAGAACATTAACCACAAATAATAAAATAGACTTATAAATTTCGCACTATTATATATGATTATGAATAAATACAAAGGCGATGTATACGAATCACATATATTAAATTATTTGAAAAATAATGAAAAGTACGATTATGTTTGGTTGTGGAAAGACATTCCTGAAAAAATATTACATCAAGAGAAAATTATTACAGATTACGCAAAATATTCATTGGTGCGTAATGATATCGGAATTGACATATTAGCCAAAAAAAATAATGAATATACTTATATTCAATGCAAAAATTTTAATGCGAACTCCATATGCATACAAGATTTAGCAGGTTATTTTTTTTTCAAAATGTGTTACAATAAAAATTGCAAAGTATATTACAATGGCAATTTGAGTAATAGAATCAAAATAATGTATCCAGGAAGCGGTGAGTTTGTACAAATTCCATTTCACGAAGAATTATCAAATGCACGGATCGATAATGACAAAAAAGTTATGGAGAAAAGAGAATATCAAATAGAAGCTCAACAAAAATTAAAGGATATTAATAGATCAGTAATAGCTCTTCCGTGCGGTATGGGAAAAACTTATATAAGTTATCTTTTGGCACAGTATCATGACAACATTATTTTTTTTGCTCCTACAAAAGAATTATGCGTACAAACACATGAAATATATAAAAAATATTTTAAAGAACATTCACATAATTTAATTTCAGGAGATGGAACAAGAAATACGCAAAAAATTATGATAAAAAAGAAAAATATATTAATATCAACATTTAAATCATGTGATGTTATAAACAAATTAATAGATAAATTGAGTAATCCTTATATTATAATAGATGAATATCACAATTTGAGTATGAACGATTTAACAAAAAAAAGTAATGATATGTATAAAATATTACATTCCAAACATCAAATATTATTTTTATCAGCCACACCAAAATACTTGGACTATAAAGATGTTTTTGGCAACAATATGTACAGTTACAAATGGCAGGATGCAATAAAAAATAATTATATTAACGATTTTAAAATTGTGTTGCCGGATAATAATTATATAAATTTGCAAACAGATCAATTTTTAAATTTATTTAAATTGAGTGATCAAAATAACGTTAGCCAAGAATTAAACAATAAATATGTAAAAAAAATATATTTTATACTGCGAAGTATACTATACAATGCAAATAAAAAATGTTTAATATATTTGCCGACAATAGAAAAAGCCAAAATGTGTAAAAGTATAATAGAGTGGATGAAACGATTATTTAATGTCAACATTAATACGTCAATTATAGATCATACAACAAAAAAAAGCGATCGTAAGGAACAATTGGATAATTTTGTTAAAAACGATGATATATATATAATTTTGAATGTGCATGTACTTGACGAAGGAGTGAATATTCCAGAATGCGATAGTGTTTATATAATGAATCCATCTAACAATATAGAAAATATAGTACAAAGAATGAGTAGGTGCAATAGAAAAATGGTCAATAAAGGAATATCATATATATACTTGTGGTATAAAGAAAATAAAGTAAAAACAATTATGGATTATATAAATGGTAATACGAATAATGAATTAGCGGACAAATATATAAAAGTAAATTTTAAAAATCAGGACCAAGTGGAAGAGGAAACTATGAATAATCGTGCGAAACAGAATATAAATGATGAGATTGATGGCTTACTATATCGAGAGAATAAAGATGTACAGATTATACGAGACGACGAAGAAAGTCAATCATATTATCATGCAAATCACATATGTAAAATATTAGGATACGAGGATCATAAACAAGCAATAAAAATTAATGTTGAAAAAGAAAATATTAAATATTTAAAAAATATTGTAAAAAATTATAAAGAATTATACAAAAATGCCCACGGTAGTACCAAATTTTTGAATAAAACAGGATTATATTCACTTATGTTGAATAGTCGCACGGAAAAAGCAAAAGAAATAATGAAACGAATAATAAACAAAAATATATTATGTCCAAGCAATGAAGTAAAAAAATGAATGTATAATAATTAACAAAAAATACATATATTTTAGAGGATTAACGTATGTATTTTATTCAAATATAAAGGTAGTGTCATGAGGGGGCTCATGTTAGTGAGCCCCCTCATTCAACATTTTTTTATTATTTTATAAATTATAATGTATAAATGACAAATAAAAATATAGATATATATCACCGCTTACTAAAGTATGGCAACGATATAGTATACATTGCTTTTGATGATAAAGATTTGCAACCATATTTCCATGCTAACCAGCTTTGCGATATATTAGATTATAATAATTGTCAAGCAACAATTAAAAATAATGTAGACATAAAAGACACTGTACATCTCAAAGATATAGTTAAGAATTTTAAAGTATTATATAAAAATGTACAAGGTAATACAAAGTTTTTAAATGAAGCGGGATTATATTCATTGATATTATCAAGTAGAAAAGATAAAGCGAAAGAAGTTAGATATTGGATAACTCATGAAGTGATGCCATCTTTGCGAAAGTATGGAGAATACAAATTAAATCACAAATATAAGAAACAAATTGATGAATTAAATAAGATAATATACGAACAAAAGAATAAAATTAAGATATTGGAACACAATTTAAAAGTGCCAAAATATGATAAAGGCGGAATGGTTTATATTTTGCGCTTGATAAATGATAAACTAGATTTCGATAAAAATGAAATTTTGTATCTGAAATTCGGAAGGACCAAAAACATGAAAACTAGAAAACCAAATTATGACACATGTGCACCGAATAAAGTCCAGGTATTAAAAACGTTGTATGTTGATGATCCAAAGAATATTGAACAGTGTGTAATAAAAAGAATGGAAGAATACAAAATAAAAGATAAAAAAGAATATTTTAAATGTACATATAATCAGTTAATAAATGAGATAGCCTCTTGTATAAAATTTTACGAACATGGAGACATAAATAAAGAACCAGAAATAAGTAGACACAGTTTTAAAGACAATCAAACACTATTATTTAAGATATTAAATGATAATGAATTTGATGAAATATGCGAGGATTTTAATAGTGATGATGAAATAGTTCAAACTGGTGGTGACAGAGAAGATGTATATATAAAATATTTGGAATACAAACAAAAATATTTAAAATTAAAATATGATTTGTTAATTTGAGAAATCGTCATATTAAAAAAATGTGATATCCAATCAAATAACAATTCGAGTATAATGGTTTTATAAACTGGTATAAATTATAACCTATAAGAAACAATGCTAGTACCGAATATGTGGACAATATCGCAAAATCAGTATAAACAACGATAGTGTCATCATATTGATCAATAGCAAAGGCTAAACAAAGGTCAATGCTGTTAGCAAACATTCTGATAATATTGGTATAATCGTAAGATTGTGGATCAATGTAACCATAATGTAGATCAACAGCATTAAACAATTGAAAGATGGGATTTGATGAAAACAAGTTTTACCAAATCGGGCAAAGTAATAAGGTAACCAATATAAAGAATACAAAATAATTGTGGATGCTGCTGTTAAACATTTTGCCAATATTGACTGACAACAGCAATAACCAAAAAAGTTGAAATAAAATATAATTTTAATTATCAATAATCAATGACAAATAAGAAATGTTATCAATTCAAGCAATTTTGGCAATATGTTTTGCATACAACGGGAACACAAAATTATCAGATGCTTTCAGTGTATTTGCTGTAGAAAGAGATGATGACATATATTGTTATGATTATTTAGATGAGCAATCAAGAAATAAATATATGAAAGAAGCTATGAATAGAGGAAGTCATTTCGCGACGGATGAATTGTATTATTACAAGGTAATTAGCAAAAAGAAATATTTCAAAAAATTAAAATATGTGTGTTATAATGGCAAAACGGATTATTTAAGGCACTATGTTGAAACTATGTATTGTGAAGACAATACAGATGAAGTAATAAAATATTCATTAATGGAATTTGGACTAGGAAAATTCACTTGTGGAAAAATTTTGGTAAATCATTTGAAAAATAAAAAGATAAAATGCCCAAAAATAGCAGAATTATTTCGACAATATGTTAATGAATTAGACTGTGAATCAATACAATATTTCGCAGAATATTTGGCAGAATATCTGGAATACGAGGAAAAATATGAAGAATCGTTGAAATACCATTTAATGATAATTGAAAAAAAATTATGTGATAACAGTGATCGTGCTGATATTGTAGAAAATGCTTTAATGAATATATTAAGAATATGCAAAATCAATAATATTCAAAGCACATCATTTTTGGAATATTGTATCAAAAATCCACATAACAATAAATATGTGACAATGTATGCGGGAATCTATTATTACAAAATAGAAAAAAAATACAAAGAAGCATTTAGATATTTAGAAGAATATCTGTTGTTGGATAATGAAGTTTATTATCATAATACAAAATTATTCAAGTATATGTTAAATATATGTAAAGAATGCAACATATGTTGTCGTGAAGAGTTAATTGTTCTATACACTAACAAACTGGATAAAATAAAAACCAAAATGGAAAAAGAAATTTGTATTAATTTTTTGGCATCATATCATAAATATATTTCAAAGGATTATATTAAAGCAATTAATGTATATTTGGAATTACACGATATTCCATATAGTAATATTGATGCTGAATCAGAGATAATATCATGTTATGCAAATTTAACAACTCAACAAATCTTTGACTGTTTGAACAAAAGAGAAAATAGTATTGCAATATATCTTTTTGGTAAATATTATGAAAGTCTAAAAGACAACAATAATGCATTAAAATATTACACAAAAGGCGCAAAATTAAAAAATGAAATATGTCTTGAAAGAATAAGAGATTTGGATATGAAATTATATTATAAAATAATGTTTTTTAAATTAAATGAAAATTATACATACAATCTATATTCGTATCTGAATTATTGCGATGAAAAAGATGTTTCATATATCGAAAATCTTTATGTCAAACATATAAATAAAAGTTATTCTAAAATTATTGGTAAATATCTTTATGAAAGATTCTATCAAAAATACTCGTTGCCAATATCCAAAGTTCGAAATATGATAACAAGTGAATATATATGCGATCATATGAAAGAACATCACAAAAATGTTAAAGAGTGTCACAATAGATTGAAAGAACTCAATGAACGAATAACAAATGTTACAGAAACAGGATTTAGGCAATATAGGCAAATAGATCCTTATAGATTCAGTGGAGTTTATAAGAATGTTATTATTATCAGTCAGGTATAGAATTATAAAAATATAATATAATTAATGTTTTTATCTGAATCATGATTATTTGCACGATATTGACCATAAACCATAGCATACATATAAAATTAATCGGTTGAAAACTTAATTAGAATTTTAATTAATTTTTTTGGACAAATATTGTGGATCCATATTTTTCGCCAATTCAACAACAATATCGTAGAAAAAGCAATAAAAACTATAAATAAAAAGTGCAAATAATTGTCAATGCTGTTGTCAAACATTTTGATAATATTGGGAACAAATTACAAATCAATATAACCAAAATGTTTGGTCAACAGCATTAACCAAATAAGAAATAGGATTCGGTGAAACCAAGTTTTACCAAATCGGGCAAAGTAATAAGGTAACTAATTTTTTTTTATGGCAAAATTTAATATATAAATAAAATAACGTTACACACATAAAATTCCATTTATTTTGTTGAACCAACCAAATCAAATTCCAACGAAATTTTGGTATTTTCACTAACTTCGAAAGGTAACTCAAAATTTGATGTTCTAGTATCAACTTTGATAATAGTTCCCGGTATATCGTCAAATGACGCGATAAGATCACCCATCGTAATGCTAATATGCTCTAATTGTTCATCTATAATGGATCTAATATTAACATTGTATTTTTCATGACTCACAATCCGATTGTAGTTATCAGTTTTGTACAAATATATCTTCAAATTTGAAATCAAACCCATTTTTGACGGATATTGAATGGAAAAGCTGTTATCTTTGTCATTGTACTTTAATTTCATTTCTATGCTGGGATAAATGTACAAACGATCACGATCGAAGCTAAATAGCGATTCGTAGAAATCAATGGTGCCGATCAGTACTTTATTTCTTTTTTTATTTTTGTATTTGTATAATTTCGCTTCACAATGATACACAGGTTGATTATTACTGTCATAAACGACTTGACCCAACAGTTCTCCGATACATTGATATTTATATTTCTTGATATGTGCCAATACATATCAATTATTTTCAAACTGGGAGTACTAGCTTTCTCATCTACTTCGATCTCTCTTTTCGACTTTCACTATAATACTTCCTTTTATCTTAGGATGTGCATCTCACCCGTGTGTATGATGTATACACACTCTACTATTTTTGTAGATGCTTCAGGTATATACCCCTCGCACCGTTCACGTCTCGATCTATTGTTCTTTTACATTCCTTGCATTCAAATATTTTGTCTCCACCTAACTTTTCATTGTACCAACCACATACACTACACATTCTTGATGTATAGCGTTCGTTAACTTCACTATATCGCTTCTTGTTCAATTTGCATTTATATTCTAATCTTTGTTTAAATAAGTATAACGATAAACTATATCCTATCCTTTTTGTTATTCTTGCTAACGTTGACTCGTTCTTACTTACTATACTCTTGACACTCATATCGCCAATTAGTATATTATCGTAATTATTTACCAAATAGTTTATTGTTTTCCAATGAAGCTCATTCACCATATTCTTTATTCTTGTGTTTAATCTTCTTTCTATTTTCTTCTTTTTTACATATGGTACTTTTTCATTCTCCATTATTCTATCTTTCCTCATTAATATCTCTTTTATTTTGTCTTGTTCATTTCCTATTTTGATCACTTCATTCTTACTTATTCCTGTCATATAACTTCTTATTCCTGGATCTAACACTATTGTTTTATTCTTCTTTACTGCTTCTTTTACTTCACACTTTTCGGGAACCAATAAAAGATATTTCTTTTCTTTTGAATTATAATGTATTGTTATGTTGCTTTTTGCTTTCAATGTGTATTTCTCTCTGTTATATTCTAAATCAATATCACCAAATAATTTTTGGAAAATTGTATTCTTCTTTATAAATTGCTTCTCTACTACTAATATTTTATTTCCTCTGTTCTTCCTCCAGTATCTAATACGAAAAAACTTAATGTTACCGTTGCGATAATTAGTGAGAGCTGATTTATAGTTTATACATGCTAATTTGATAGCATAATCAAGAGTGTGACTATTGATACTCGTTCTCACTGGTTTGATTTTTTTTGATTTTTTTTTCGTGTTTTTGCGCTGTTTTAATTCTGAATTTATGACGTCTAGTTGTTTTTTATTTGTGATAGTAGAATTAGTCTCGATTTCGCATCGTTTATTTTTTAACATTTTTCGATTGTTGTAAAAATTGGTGGGATTGATTTTCTTTTTTGGTTTTTTTGCAACAATTTTAATTTTCTTTTTACTGATTGTTTTAACAACACTAGTGCTCTTTTTCTCAGTAGCTTCGGCATTATTATTATTATCTTTATTTTCTTTGAATTTTTGTTTTATAAATTTTAATGTTGCATTATACATTAAAGCAAAAGCATCAAACCATCTTTCCAATATTATTTTTTGCATTTTTGTTGGGTAAAAATTTACTTTCGTGCATGGCATTAATTTCTTTGCTTTATTTTTATTGGTTGGAATATTACATTTAAAATCATCTATTTTATTATTCTTTTTATCTTCGTACTTCTTTATTGTAAACCATGAATCGGTATCGGTGTTCTTATACTTTATATTGTGAGGAGGAATCCATATATTATTTGTGTGTTTGATAATTGTTTTTTTATAATTGTTTATTTCCAAATTTCGTCTCTTTAATTTTTCTTCTTTTTTCTTCTTCTTTTTCTGTCTCCTATTAAGGATTTTTTTAGAAGACATTCTATATATGTATAATATATATTTTTTTTTTATTTTTTATATTTTTTTATAAGTAAAAATAAAAATCATCAAAAAATATAAAAAATAATATATATAAAACTATATTATATATACCATTCTATAATGAAAAAAAAGAATAATAAAAACGCTGATAACGAGGTAAATAAAAAGAAAGAAGTAGGTAAGAAACTAATGGGAGGTAAGGAGGCCAGCAGAATATTGGGAGTTCATCAGAGAACATTATATCAATGGGAAGAGAAAGGAAAGATAGATACAATAAGAACACCAGGAGGAAAAAGATTGTATAACGTGGAAAAATATTTGAGAGAACAAGGATTAACAATAGAGGAAAATAATGATGTGTATGATACAGATCTGGATGCATTGGATAAAAAGAAAGGAAAATTAAGAATAAGTTATGCGAGAGTGTCATCAAGAGGGCAGAAAGATGATTTAGAAAGACAGAAGAGATTAATAAAAGAGAAATATCCAGATCACATATTGATAGAAGATATGGGATCAGGAATGAATTTCAATAAAAGAGGTTTGAGAAAAATAATAAAATTAGCAATAGAAGGAAGAGTGGAAGAATTAGTGGTAGCATATAAGGATCGTTTAACGAGAGTAGGATATGAGTTAATAGAAGATTTAATAAAAGAATATTCAGGAGGGAGAATAACAATAATAGAGAAGAAAGATGAATTGGAGCCAGAAGAATCATTGGTATATGATGTGTTGCAAATAATGAATATATTTGTGGCGAAAATGAATGGTTTAAGGAAATATAGAAAAAAAGAAGAAAAAAAATGAAAAATAAAAGAGAATATCAAAGAAAGTAAAGAATGTGTGTTACTAGTAGCATCCCTTATAATCAAATGGATTTAATTTATACTCTACAAATTTGCCTTCATTTTCATCAAAAATAAATTTATCAATAACTGATTTCTTTGTGAATAAATATTTAAAATGTGAATATAATAGCATATTTATTTTTTCGTCGTATTTATTAGCCAATACGTCGGATAAATTATTTTGTAATAATGTTTCAATTCTAGGATCCATGAAATACAACATAATTTTTAAAAAATCATAATTCAAATGGAGCTCACAATAATTATTCAAATATTTGGTCAAAACACGATTATCAACATCGAGATTGTCAGCTATAACTAAATAATCTTTTCCTAATATATTTTGTTTCTGGAAACTCAATTCGCCAAAATTTTTAATATAATCGAAATTGTACATAAAATGTGTTTCCGTAACAATGAAATGAACAGTATTATTGTTTGTTTTGATAGAAAGTAAATATTCCATTTTAGATAATTAAAATTTGTAGATAATTACAATACAATAGAATATCAATTTTTTTTAATTATTAAAAACAAAATTTTTCAATTCTAATCAAATATGTTACTGTTACCATTTGACAATAATTTTACAACCGATATATTTATATCCATCATAGCGATGGGCATAGCATACTGTCTCAGATATTATTTCAAATTTATCATCAAACATTTTTTTAAACTGCTCAATAACTTCTGGATGATTTTCGTGCTGTAGGAGAAGATGTTCGAATCGGCCTTTCACTATTGTTGATTCAATCGAATCCTCAAAATCTTTAACAAGTCTTTTGTAACCTTCTAATTTATTTTGCGCTGTAAATAGATCAACACAAAATTTACCATTTTTTTTACTGAACTGATAATACTGTTCGATTTAAACATTGTATTTGTGTTTCTAGTATTAATATGGCTATAATAGTTCATTTTTTTAATTTTTCTATTCTCATTGAAAGCAATAAAAATAAATCAAAAAAAAATGTTATTATTTCACAATTTTTATGAACTAATGAATATGGGGTTATGATATTGATTCTTATCACAAAAAAAATATTTTGTTAATAGTTTTGATGATATGTGGTTGTATTAAAAAAATTGATATCCATTAAAAAATTCAAGCTTGTTGATGGCGGTAATATTTGATATCAGCATTTATCAGAAACATAATTTGCATTTCAGCACATTTAATTAATACAAAAAAGAACAATATAATTTTTTCATAAAGTATGCCAAAACAAACAGTAATTAAATTTTTACCTGCTCATCAACAAAATTTTGTCGACAAGCATGATAACTTTCGGCATTAAAAATAAACAGATTTTCTTTTTCAGGAGCCCATCTTGATTGATAACTTTTGTAGTAATCAGCTAAAAATATTTTTTGATTAGAATTATTGAACCTCGAAAAAAAAGCGGGCTCGCAAGGATGTGAGATTAAATACAAATTGTTTATTTTAGGGAACAGATCGTCTTTAATATAATAGTAAACATAATTTTTATCACAATTGTACACAACAACATTTTCAGCTTCGGAAAATTTAGGATGGTTAGAAATCATGTGGTCATCAAATGATATATTTTGAATAATAATATTTTTGTTTAAAATCTTTTTACCACTGAATATTTTTAATCCAGTCATTTCATCAAATATACACCATTTATTTATTTTACTATTGAACATTTATTCAATTAATATCAAAATAAGATTTTATTCAGTAGAGATTTCAATTTTATTATTGACAATACATCAACTTTGGATAATATCATTGATCAACATAAACAATTCGAATATGTTAACATTAGCAACAAAATGATAATAATCAATGCTGTAGACAAACATTATAATAATATTGTGGACAGTGGTGGATCAATAATGACAAAATGTGCATCAACAATATTCACCATTTCAGAGATAGGATTTAGTGAAACTTGTTCTCACTAAATCTGGCAAAGTAATAAGAGTGCTAATTAATATTGCGACACAATAAACAAATAAAAATATAAAACAAAATACAATAGAAAGTAAATTATTGTTTTTCGTTTGATTTTAATAATTTAGAATTGAATAATCCATTCTCATCAATTAGGTTTCGATATTTTGAGTTTTTTAATAAGGATTCCAAAAACTGTTCATATGTTTCTCCATTATAAGTGTAATCTAATTTGTAATAATTATAAAATTGTTTTAGTGAACAGTGTACAGATTTATTAGATTCAAAAATATTTTTGATATAACTTGAATAACCAATAGATCGAAAACTATTAATCCATTTATCCAAACCATGATTATCAATATATTCTGATTGATTTTTAATCCAATTAAATGAATTGGCAGAATTGGCACAATCAATTTGAGAAACAAATTCTTCGCCAAATTTTCTATAATTTAATATCCATCTTAAGCTATTTTCGCAAATTTTTTTATTCATTTTATTGGACTGTTATATACTAAATCATATAAATTGGACAGAGCATAAAATATTCAATTTTTCAAAAGTAGAAAAAAACCAAAGATCGATTAAATTTGTTTAATCAGAGAAATAATATGCTGTTGTCCGACATTATGTTAATATTGTGGAGTATAGTAAATCAATAATGGCAGAATGTTAATCAGCAGCATTTATCAATTCAGCAATAGGATTTAGTGAAAAACAAGTTTCACTGAATCGGGCAAAGTAATAAGATTTCTTCAGATAGAGTGGAAAGAAAATCTTTTTAATTTTTGTTTGAGGAGTAATTGCAACGTGGCAAGTAAAATAATTAATGAATTAAACTACAAATATGTGAATATAATGGATTAATGTGTACAATAATGATTTGACTTTCGGTTAATATTAAAAAATTGATCAATAAAATGAATAATGCATAGTATAAAAAATTTGTATAAAATATGAAAAAAGAACATTATAAAAAGATTGATCCAACAAAATATTGCATTGCCATAAACACACATTACATCAAAGATCCCAACTATAATGTAATTTGGAGTTTTGAAAAAAAATGTATTATACCTAAGAATTATAATGAAGACAAAGAAAATAAATGCTTTTTGTGTGAATATTTTTCTGAAATAGATGATTGTCAAATTGAATTTGATGACGATCCTGTATCAGTTGAAAAATACTATGCGTACTGTGAACACAATAAATATGATGGAAAATTTGACATTTGTCAATGCGAACAAAGTAATGAAGTTAACCAATGTGATAATTAAAGTGATTTCGAAATATCCTCTTTATCTCTTTTCAAAAAACATTTAATTTATTCTATGAGATTTTAATTAAGAACTTATAACATCGAGTGTTAATAACTAATGAGATAGCATATAAAAAATTGATTTTTGTTCAGTTAAAATAATACATGATATTTAATGGCAATACCATGACTAATATTTTGGAGAAAGATTTTTATGAATATTGCAGTAGAGTTATTTATAATGGACCTCCCAGAACTCTATATGAATATTATCGCTATATTATTCGTAATGAAGATGATTTAATTGATGCAATAAAATTTTGTGATTCTGATTATATTGCCACAAAAATAATTAATCCATCAGAAAAAGTAATGATGGAATTAATAAAAAAAAACATTTTAACATTTCATATATCAAAAATCCAACCAAAAAGGTAGTAATCGAGTTTTTGACGAAAGAAGATGATCTTTATTGTTGTAGAATATCTGAACTATTCACAAAATATGAAAATTTATTTGATACTCATGAATTGAAAAAAATATTAAATTGTCATCCTTTTTTACTTAAATATGTTAAGAATCGAACACTGGACTTGTGTAAGTATACAATAAATGTGATTAATAAAAAAAAATATTACAAGGAAATTAATGATTTGTTAATTTGTATTAATGAATATGATGAAGAATTGGTGGATATGATTATTATGTCACCAAATGTCCAAATACTGGAATTTTGTCATCTGATACCGAATAAATATTTGAATAAGGAAAAAATCCATAAAATAATAATGAAAGATAATAGTGCAATAAATAAATTTACAAATTATGTTGATGAAGAGTTGTGCAATAAAATGTTCGAGTCATCGGCGGACTCGATAAGATATATACCAACTCAATTCCATAATCAAAAAATGATAGACACAATAATTAAAAATAAAAAATATCATCTATACAAATATATTGATATTGATCCTAATGTGTACACAAATATATTTGAACAGGATCCCAATAATATAAAATTTATACCTGGCAAATTTCAAACTTACGAAATGTGCGCAAGTAGCGTAATGATTAATATTGATAATTTGCAATACTGTCATTGTATAACTCATAAATTATTAAATTATATATTCGAATCAAAAAAAAGTACTGAAACGAAGGATAGATTTAGATTTATTAATTATTTTGAGGAAGATTCAATTATTCGCATATTAAAAGTGAGACCTGAATTATTGGAAATAATTTACAATCACAATAAAACTCGGAACATAATATTAGCTGCCATTATGACAAACGGAAATGCATTAAGTTATGTAAATAATCCCACGCCAGAATATGAAAAAATAGCTAGTATTTACAGACCAAAACCAAGAAAGACTATTTTCTGTAATTCAAATAATAAAAAAAAGTTCACATTTGATATTTTATTTATTTTCAGGTAACATGTTGACAATATTGCTGTTTTAAGATTCATTAATTATATTGACTGCAATAATATAAATAATATCGAAAACATTATGAAGAACTAAAATAGTATTGATACCAGAGTATCAAAATAATCATTGATGCTGTTGGCAAACATTATGTCTATATTGTGGACAATAGTAAATCAATATTGTCAGAATGTTTGACAACAGCATTATCCATTCGGGTAAAGTTATAAGGAGACTAATTAAAAAATAAATTGAGATTCTTCTTCTACCAATATTGATCATCACTGTTGTTTATTAAGGACTTTAAATCGACTTTTATATTATTCTTACGACACACATACAATAAAAAGTCCACAATATGGTTATGATCATACTTGTGTGCTAATGTAATTATAGTTTCATAATCGATATCACATCCTTTTTCTATTAAATATTTGGTTATATCTAAATGTCCTTCTTCAACTGCAATCATCAACGGAGTCGTTTCATCATAATCATATTCTTTATTAATGTCTACTCCTTTTTTAACCAATAATTCAACAATATCCAAGTGGCCATGCTTAATTGCAACACATAAAGGGTCACTGCGGCTGTAGTAAGACGTTAATGAAATACCTTCGTCAAAGAATATTTCAACTAATAATTCAACATTATATGTGTCATAGCATACAATTTCCAAACGCAAATACTCGAGATAATAATCGTTCGAGGAACCTAATTCAATCAAATATTTTATAATGCTCCGACGATCATAAGCAATTGCTGTACTAAAAGGATCATAAAAAAGTTTGTTAGATATATATGGCACCCCTTGTGCAATCAAATATTTTACAATATCCAGACGATCGTGTTCAATTGCAACACATAAGGGATAAGAATCATAAAAACTCAGTGGGGCTTTTTGAACCAAAATTTCCAGAATATTCAGACGATCGTATTTAATTGCTATGTATAAAGGATCACAATAAGCTTTCTCAGATGTTAACGGCGCACCTTTCATAATCAAATAATTAACAATGTGAAAACGGTTGTTTTTGATGGCTACATTCAAAGGATTATAATAAGAATTATCAGATACCAGCGAAACACCATTTTCAACCAAATATTTCGCAATATCATAATTGTTATTTTCTATAGCCACATTTAAAGGATCATAATAAGGATCGCGATATGTAAGTGGAGCACCCTTGTCAACTAAATATTTTACAATATCGAAATGGTTACATTTTATAGCTACAATTAAAGGATTATAACAAGATTTTTCGGATATTAACGGTGCACCCTTTTCAATTAATGATTTGACAATATCCAAACGACCATTTTCGATGGCTGTTCTTAATAATTTATCTTGAGGCAATTTAACATGATATTTTAATTTTAATAAATAATGCAAATTATTAATCTCATCTCCATATATACCAGTAAATAATAAATCAGCAAAAACCATTTTGTTCAATTGGTGAATGTTGAGATAATCTAATATTATTTCAATTTTTATGTGATTTAAAAAATCATCGGTGCTGTTGTCATACATTATGTTAATATTGATTTACTACTCTCCACAATATTGGCAAAATGTCTGACAACAGCATTCAGCAATTCAGAGATAGGATTAATCAAGCAAAAGTAATAAGGTGACTAAATTTATTTTTTATAAAAAGAAAGGCAATAAAAACAAAACAATTGTGGAAAATAGTAAATGTGTAAATTGAAAATTAATATATATGTTGGTCAGTCTATAATAGATTTGCGAAACTTCCAGATAAATTATTAAGAACGGATAACAAGGTAACACTATTTTTGCAGATCGGCTAAACAATATTTAAAATCTAAATGACATTATATCTTAATGATATTTGAAAAAGATTTTAGAAAGACATATAACAAATCAAAATCATATGATGATATGAAAAAAATATTTTATGAACAAAAAAATGAACTGAGATTTGTGAAAAGTGTTGTCATCAATATTGAAGATAAAAATATAGAGATTCCGGCAATTGGTTCGACATACTTTATGAAAAATATAAAGACAAATATAAAATTACATAATATAACAAAAATTCAATTATGGAAACGTTATCCAAAGTTCAATGTATGCCTCAATACTGTTGAAAATGTAGTTACTGATAACGGCAAAACAAATTTTTTCCAAACATTGAATAAATTTTATAATTTACCATCAAATAATATCCCGATATTTTGTCATTCCAATGAGTATATACCATTGACCGATTTATTAATTACGTTGGATTTTTGCGAAAATTGCGAAATTAATCCAAGTGACATAATTGAATATGATTTATTTGAATCATTATCAAAAGACAACAGTTGTTCGATGTTAGTTGAGCGTATGAAAAAACTCCACAAAGAAGAACACTCTTTTTCTCAAAAAAATAATCAAATAAACATAGATGAATTTATGTGGCCCATGAGTTATATAATGATAGTTGGCAATGCATTTAAACATAATAATATCGTCAAAATTGAATTAATATTGGATGATTATTGTTTTGATATTATTAAACATATCAAATATTTAAACGACACCACTATTTTGATTGATTTTAGATTGAAAAATGACAAAGAGGATTTTGATTGCAGCCATTTGGATTTTACATATGGTTGGACAAAAAAGATACGTTTGAGTTTTTCAGACATCAAAAAATGCAATTATGAGATCTATAGTTTTCACAAAAATGTGTTAATAAATCGGGATGATTATTATGGTTATAAATATTAGCGGTGAAAATCCAAAATAATGGACAAATATATATTATCGAGTATTCTCTGTATTTGTTCTTTGCTCAGGTCCAATACAAGCAATAATTAACTTTTTATTTAGAAAGTTTAATTGAAATATGATTATTTGAATTAAACAATGATGTTGCAAATATATAAAAAGTCAAGTGGCGTCAGACAGGATGTATATAACCATATAACAACATTTTTATCATTCTAATAACGGTGTTTTACAAATAACTAATTGAACCAAATTCACACATATGATGTTGAATATCGAATTTGAAAAAATTGATTTTTTAATTAACTGAACATCGTTGTTGTTTTTATACATTGAATGACAAACATGTCAAACAATTTTTTTTTGGAATTTCAAAATGAATATGAAGATATGTATTTTACAATGCTATTTACACATTTATATAATATAAGACGCAACAAACGCCCCCTAGATAAAAATGAAATCATTGAACAGTTGAAAATGAAAAATAGTGACCATAAAATATTTGTGGAGCACCAAAATTTATTTGATACCAATGACATTAAAAAAATATTGGAACATAACCCTCTATTTTTCGGATATGTCAAAAATAAAACTCTGGACTTGTGCAAATGTGCGATAAATTCTTTTAATAAGAAAGGATATGTACATATAGAAGATTCTAAATTGTTGATGCAATATATTCAGGAATACGATGAAGAATTGGTTGAAATGATCATTAAATCTCCTCATACATCATTGCTCAAATATCATCAGTTGATACCAAACAAATATTTGAACAAAGAGAAAATACACAACATAATAATTAAATACAACGAAGCTATCAATAGTTTTCCTGAACACATTGATCAAGAACTATGCGAAAAAATGATCAGTTCATCAGTAGATTCAATACAATATATACCAAAAAAATTCCACAGTGAAAAAATAAGAGAATCCGTAATTAAAAGTGGTAAAATATGCAATCTATATCGATACATTGACATTGATCCCAGTATGTACGTGAATATTTTCAAACAAGATCCAAATATTATAAAAATTATACCAGAAAAATATCAAACCTACAAAATGTGTGCAGACAGTGTTATATATAACATAGACAATTTACAATATTGTTACCATATAACCAAAAAATTATTAAATTATATATTCGAATCAAAAAAAGGTACGGAAAGGAAAAAAAGATTCTCGTTTATTAATTATTACAGTGAAGAATCGATTATCAGAATATTGGAGGTGCGGCCAGAATTACTGGGAATATTATGGAAGCAGACCCACAATATAATTCTGACAGCCATAATGAAGGATGGAAATTTGATAAAATACGTGGATGAACCCACACCGGAATATATAAAAATTGCTGGTATTTATAGACCAAAACCACATATCACCATTTTGCATAATTTTCACAAAAAAAAGAAATTTGCATGTGATGTATCATTTATTTATTAATAACACTGCATTCCTCAAAATGATGATTTTTTGGTCAAACATCGTGTCAATATTGTGGAAAATACTAAATCAATATTGGCAAAATGTCAGACAACAGCATTCAGCAATTCAGAGATAGAATTAAATCTGGCAAAGTAATAAGGTGACTAAATTTAATTACCATAAAAAGATAGATAATAAAAAACAAATAGATAAAACATCGATCTCAATAAATTTCGCACTTCAATTGTATTTATTCATAAAAGTTTTATGTCTTGATAAATTAAATAAAATATAAATAAAATTGGCATTTCAAAAGATAAAGCTATGCTCATTCAATTCAGTTAAAAAACAATATATTTCAATATTTATTGCTAAACTCTTTTTCTACAACTCTCAATAAAACTAACATAAATATGGGCCATGCAAGAGCACAAAGTGCTGAGACAAGCATTGCATCAAGTAATTGCAATAACAACGAAAACGGACCCACATAGTCCATGATATATACTTTAGCTATAAACGTACAAACACCAACACAAACACCTGTCACAATATATGATACCAAAATATTATTTTCGGTTGAATTATCAGTTGAATAATTTCTTTTTTGTGTTTTAACAATAGATAATTTATAATTATTGTTACTAATTCTCATATTTTTTCTTTGTCGATCTACTATTAAATTAGTATTATATAGGCTTATGTTTTTTTTTTCATTATTGACAACTATATTGCTTATCTGTTGAGTAACTAATTTAGTATAAGGCTTGCCAAATTTTTTATTAAATGCATTTAAAAACAAATTGCTTGATTTGAACATTTTGATTATGCATGATATCTCAATGTGTTGTGCAAAGAATAACATATTCAATTTTTTATGTATCCACTTGATCAAAACAATAAAATTGTATTGAGAAATAATTATGCTTGTTGCAAGGAGATATTTGAAAATTATGTTACTAGCCACGAAATATTTTTGTTGGATTCATTGTTTTTTATGGATAGTCAAATGAATTATTATGGCCAACATTTTGAAACCCATAATGCACAATAATTGAGACAGCTCTTCATAATGAATGATTATTATTTTGTTCACGATTATTTGCACAAAATTATTGAGGAAAACAAAACATATCGAATTGCAAATGAATAATCAGTCAGTCAAATCATTTGAATACAGATCATTAATCAAAATTTCAGTTGAAACTTTTCAAATATGGCGTACAATCAAATTTTATTAAAAATCAATTTGTGTAATTAAAATATGTACGATTGTTCCGATCCATCTGACAATACCAAATGTTCAGAATATTTAATTTGTTTATACTAATGTATCGGAAGGACTTTTATCAAATAAAAACACAACTAACAGCTAGGCCAATAATTGAGCAATAAAAATGTAACTTCAATTACATAAACTCCTGCAATTTGGAATCGATATAACATTGTAATTTTCTTTTATTTAATATTTTATTGTTTATTTTTTCGGGTTGATCAATTTGATACACATTAATACCTTTTGTGCTAGAAATATACACGTTTTTCGAAATAATTTCTTTCTTGGCATGATTGGGTACATTACAAGTTATATAATCACCACAAACAATAATATTGTTGTAGTATAATCTGGTTATTTCATCCCAACCGTCAAAATTAATATCCCAACTTATAAATTCGTGACATTTTGGACATGTACCAGTCATATATTCGTCCTCATTGTTTTTCATCTGCCCACTATGATATTTATTCAAATGGACTCTTTTGTAATCGCAATAATAACATTCAATAAAGGTTTTTCGTTGCTCTCTGTAGAATAACTTGGATTGCAAACTCATTTTTTTAATTTCTGGATAATTATTTTCAATATACTGATGAATGATCTTTCTGTTGGTCTTGTCATCACAAGGAATAATAATTATTTTGTTTTTTGGAATATCATGAAAATTGTATGTTTCTAGCGGTATTTTTTCCATAGAATACTAGTAATTGATGAACTATATTATATTCTGGAATTTGCTATTTCAATTTTTTGGGCTTTTCATTGTAATACAAACAATCAAATATTACTGAATACTTACTTTGATCGACATTTTGTGCTAAGTAAACTATGTATACTCTAGTGGATCATCACAAATTCATTAGTTTGTGTTATTGGCGAGTTTCTCAACAGAACACATCTGCAACACGAAAACTGATTGTGCACACTGTGATACTGCATATATATATATAATTGAATTCGATTGCGATGTGCTGTTTATTTTCAATCGAATAAAAAATTGAACTCTTGAATCTCAAAATTAATAAAAATGTCATATATATCAAATAATGTGTGACATTGATTCAATGCAAACAATTAGTGAATTTTTATCACTGAGGGATCAAATAAAAATATGTCAATTGAACAGAGCAATTTACAATCACATTCAAATACATAATCTGACTGACAAACAATATGTTGAAAAAATAACAGACAATATATTGAGACAACATAAATTTCAAAATTTGAAAAAATTAAATGCCAAAAACAATCCAAAAATAGCAGACATCAGTCATTTAGTTGATTTGAAAGAATTGGATTGCAGTGGTGAATTTTGTGGAATTCGTGATATTTTCATGATGAATTTACGCAAATTGAAAAAATTGGAAGCACGTTGTAATGCAAAAGTTGGAAACATTGGCCATATGACTGATTTAGAAGAATTGAATTGTGGTGGTGTGTGGTGTGGAATATCGGACAATAGTGTGAGGCAATTGTTTAAATTGAAAAAATTAGATGCTTGTGGTAATCCTAAAATAAAAAATATCGATCATCTGATTCATTTAGAAGAGTTAAATTGCAGCGTGTACACCGATGTGTATGATTTTTCGGATTTCACAAATGATACTTTTGTATCTGATGAAAATATCAAAAATTTATTGAAACTAAAAAAACTGAATATTTCAAACAACATCAGAATAAAAAACATAGATCATTTAACTAATTTGGAAGAACTGCAATGTTGTGATAATTGTGGCATTTCTGACAATGGCATAAAAAAACTGGGCAAATTAAAGATACTGAATGCCAACAATAATCCACAAATAAAAAACATTAATCATTTAATTAATTTGGAAGAGTTGCGATGCCGTGATAATTGTGGCATTTCTGACAATGGCATAAAAAAACTGAGCAAATTAAAAATACTAGATGCCGACAATAATCCACAAATAAAAAATATTAATCATTTGATCAATTTGGAAGAGTTACATTGCTGTGATGATTGCTGCGTTTCTGACAATGGCATAAAGAAATTGAGTAAATTGAAGATATTGTATGTCAACAACAATGATAAAATACAAAATATAAATCATTTGATTAATTTGGAAAAATTATATTGTGGCGGAGATTGTGGTATTTCTGATAATGGCATCAAAAAGTTGAACAAATTGAAAATACTGAATGCTGGAGACAATCCAAAAATTAAAAATATTAATCATTTAAATAATTTGGAGGAACTAAATTGTCGTGATAATTGTGGTATCTCTGATTATGGTGTTAAAAAGTTATATAGGCTGAAAAAATTAATTGCAGAAAATAACCAAAAAATAAAAAACATCAATCATTTAATTCATTTGGAGGAATTGAATTGTGGCGGAGATTGTGGTATATCTAATTATTGCACAAAAAAACTGACCAAACTAAATAAATTATATGTCTATGGAAATTCAAAAATCATGAATGTTGATCAGCGATTAATATGTATCGATTTGGGTATATTTTCGCACTGAAACATTTTGAATTCAAGTCAAACAAATTAGATCAAATAAAAAATAATCAAAAATTTAATCACTACAGAGACAATTCTGTCTTTTCTGAAAAATAATTCTTGTTGATTATCATTTAAAAACAGATAACTGTTTGCTGTTATAATTAATATTGTGGATTCACTCAGTTTGAGAACTCCATCCAATACCGAAAAAATGGCTCCAAATGATAATTTATTTGTTTTGTCATTTTTCAAAATGTTCAGTTGTTTATCAAGTTTTTCAATGTGACTCCATCCATATTTTGACTATTAATATCCAATAAATATATGCATAAATTGTATTCTTTGGAAATTATTTCAGATATTGTGGATCCAAATTCAATTGTTAAATTAAAAAATACTTGATGACACAAAAATAACCAAATCTATTAAAGTAATAAATTCAGACGCAATGTACGATGAATTACATTTACAAAAAAATGTGTGATACAAATAATACAATTTATTTATACTATCTGATTTTCCACATTGATCATGTTTTATGTTTTTTTGTTTAAATTTTTGACTTACGCGAAAGCTAATAAAACAAACCAAAACAAGCTAAAATTAGCCAATCAAAAGATATAATTTAGTTAAATGCGCTTTAACCAAATTGGGCAAAGTAACAGGGTGATTAAATTAAAAAATAACAGTGAATGACGTTGACAAACATTGTGTCAATATTGCAGACAGTATTCGTTAATTCAAAGATAGGATTCAGTGAAAACAAATTTTTACTCAATAAGGTAAAAAAGGGTATAAAATAAATTATTTATTTATAAAAGTCATAGCATTATTAATAATAGTTTCATTTATTTGAAAATCGGGGCCTATTTGTTTAAGAATATGATTCATTATATCCTTATTTTTAATTTTGGATAACGCATCCAATAATTTGCTCACTTTATCCATATCATTGTTTTTAATTAAATTTTGTATTTGATCATTTAAAATACCTCCTGCATACTCAATCAAAGGAGTGAGAATTTCATTTTTTAATTTCTTTCCACCTTTATCCCTGATCCATTTTATTTCATTATTATCCTTCATTCTTAATAGGAAATTACTCCTACTAATGTCAGTACAAAATATACTCTGCTCTTTGGGATTATTTTTTTTATACTTTTTACTAAAATAATCTCCAAAATAATGAGGCAATTTGTTTCTATCATTATACATCAACAAATATTCTTTCATTTTTTCTTTAGAATCAATACCGAAAACTTGCAAATAATCATTCGAAACTTCAATTGCTGGGGTATCTTTATGATTGTCAACAATATAATTTACAATATTAAGAGTATTATTATTAATAGTATTACTCTTGTTCTTACTTAACTCTTTCTCAAGCTGAGTATTTGAATAATCAAGTTGTTTTAAAAGTAATTGAATTTGATTTTCGTATAATTTTTTTTGTTCCTCAAACATATTTTTCTGTTCCAATAGCATTTTATCATACATATCTTTTTGATCTTGCACTTGTTTTTTAAGTAATTGAATTTCCACATTATTATTTTGTGATTCTGCATTATCTAATTTTAAGTGTTTGTTACTTTTTTTATGGTTATACCATGCTCCTTTGTACATAGTTTCAAAATTACATTTTACACATTTATATTTCATAACGATACTAAAATTGAATAATATATTTATGCAATATTAAAATAATTCAATTTTTAAATATCAACAAAGTGCTAATTTTAATTTAATCACATTTCACTATGCTTTGTATTTTGAAAGTTAATTAAAACAAAATAATAAAAAGTATATCAATGAACAAAAATATAATAAATAAAGTCACATATATTCAAAATAATTTAAGTACCCTACTAAGTACCAAAAAGTAGATATGGAATCAAAATATCAAGAATATACAAAGTACTAATTAACGTACCAATTAAGTACTAATTAAGTACCAATTAAGTACCAATAAAATAATATATATATATAAAAGTAATTCAGTAGTCAATAATATAATAAATATATATAAATTTCTTACAAACTGATTCATTAATTGTTAATTAAATGACATTTTGATTATGTTTATAATAATTATTGTTAGGCTATATTATTTTTAAATAATTTAAATACTGACTATAATATTTCAAAAATTCTTCATTAATAATTGATAGTGATTAATATAAATATATCTAGCTTATTACTATTAATAAAATATTTTATCAAAATATGAAAATTTAAAAAAAAAATATTCCATAAAAAATTTTAACACACAACCGGTTGTGTGTAGAAATAATAATAAGTTATTGTTATTTGAATATTATTATTATTATTTGAATGTTGTTATTATAAATCAAAAGAAACATTAAGAATATGCACTAATACATATCCCCACATACTTCATTAATATGACAGAATAAACAGGAATGCTAATGTCAAAACATTGTGCCAACATTGCATTACCCTTTAAGAGTAACAATATTGACATAATGTACATCAATAGCATAAACTCTTAATAAAAACAGATTTTGATAAAATGAATTTTACCAAAATATGCAAAGTAATAAGGTGGCTAAAATATAAAAAAGTTAATGGTAAGAGAATTATATAAAAGTTAATTTGTGCCAATTACTTGAGAAAATATTAAAAATATAATGGAATTATGAAAATTAACATAATTGCCATAAAATTATCTACATTTTCATGACTCGACTCAAACTGGCAATATATGACAGTAAACATAATGAAAGCATATAATACAATTGTACAAACATTTCAAAACTTATGATCTTATTTATGATTTGTCTAAATAAGATTTAGAATTATAAAAAGTGCTATAGGAAGAGTGTTTCATTTTTACGAAAAACAATAAAAGTGCCACAGGAAGAGTGTTTCAATTAAATTGAAAAATAAAAAGTGTCACAGGAAGAGTGTTTCAATTAAATTGAAAAATAAAAAGTGCTACATGAAGAGTGTTCGATTTTTACGAAAACAATAAAAGTGCCACAGGAAGAGTGTTTCAATTAAATTGAAAAATAAAAAGTGCTACAGGAAGAGTGTTCCATTTTTACGAAAACAATAAAAGTGCTACAGGAAGAGTGTTCCATTTTTACGAAAACAATAAAAGTGCCACAGGAAGAGTGTTTCAATTTAATTGAAAAATAAAAAGTGCTACAGGAAGAGTGTTCCATTTTTACGAAAAAATAAAAAGTGCTACAGGAAGAGTGTTTCAATTAAACTGAAAAATAAAAAGTGCCATAGGAAGAGTGTTCCATTTTTTACGAAAACAATAAAAGTGCCACAGGAAGAGTGTTTCAATTAAACTGAAAAAATAAAAAGTGCTACAGGAAGAGTGTTTCAATTAAACTGAAAAATAAAAAGTGCCATAGGAAGAGTGTTCCATTTTTACGAAAACAATAAAAGTACCACAGGAAAAGTGTTTCAATTTAATGGAAAAATAAAAAGTGCTACAAGAAGAGTGTTCCATTTTTACGAAAACAATAAAAGTGCTACAGGGAGAGTGTTTCAATTAAACTGAAAAAATAAAAAGTGCTACAGGAAGAGTGTTTCAATTAAACTGAAAAATAAAAAGTGCCATAGGAAGAGTGTTCCATTTTTACGAAAACAATAAAAGTACCACAGGAAAAGTGTTTCAATTTAATGGAAAAATAAAAAGTGCTACAAGAAGAGTGTTCCATTTTTACGAAAACAATAAAAGTGCTACAGGGAGAGTGTTTCAATTAAACTGAAAAAATAAAAAGTGCTACAGGAAGAGTGTTTCAATTAAACTGAAAAATAAAAAGTGCCATAGGAAGAGTGTTCCATTTTTACGAAAACAATAAAAGTACCACAGGAAAAGTGTTTCAATTTAATGGAAAAATAAAAAGTGCTACAAGAAGAGTGTTCCATTTTTACGAAAACAATAAAAGTGCTACAGGGAGAGTGTTTCAATTATATTTAGAATTATAAAAAATGATATATATAAAAAAAAACATTACCAATAATGTTTTCATTAATCTGAAAATCTGTGTCAATTCACTTTAAAATATCATTCATTACATATTTATCTTTAGTTCTGAACAGCACATCAAATGATTGATTAAGATTATTGATGTCATTACTCTTTACTAATAATTGTGTGTGAACAATTATTTAAAACTTTCGGGATATTATTGTGATTATCAACAATATAATTTATAATATTAATGGTATTATTAATAGTGTTACCTTTATTTTTATTTAACTCTTTGTCAAGTCGAGTTTTTAAATTTTCCAAATCTTTTGACAGTAATTGAATATAATTTTCGTATAAATTATTCTGTTCCTCTAATCTTTTTTCCAATTGTATTTTTTCGTTTTGTATAGATTTTAATTGTTCTTTTAAAATATCAACTTCATTAGAGTTCTTTATAATGTTATATTGTTCTGCAATAACATTATTGTCATTTTTTTCACAACAAGAGTTTTTTTTGTGAATATGTTTTTCATAATTACTTTTTCTATTAAATTTTTTCCCACAATCAGAACAAGTTATTAATTTTACCATTGTTGTTATAATATTATCTTAACACAATTATAATCAACATATTTTTATATATTTATAAAATCAAGCAAAATTAAAAATAAATTTATAATGTTATTAATTACTTTTTTTTAAAAATTATTATCAAAAAAAGTTAAACAAAAGTGTTAAACACTGTAATTTTTTTGATAATAATTATTTCAATTTAGAATTTCTTTTAATTGTTCTTTCAAAATATTAATATAAACGAAGTTCTCTATAGCAAGTATTTCTAATATATTTGTTTGTTTTTTCATGTTCATGTGGGACTCGACTAATTTGAAAATTGTTTATTCTTATAAACATTTACCATTTTTTTTAATTCAGCATTTTCCTTTTCTTTTTCACGGTTTTTATATTGTTCAACAAGTAATTTTTGTTCACATAAACTTAATTTCAATTTTAGAGAATCAATTTCGCTTGTCGAATTAATATTATGTAATTTATTTTTGTCATGGTTTCTGATATGCTTGAACGTTTTTTTGTGTCTGCACCAAGCTCCACTATCGTTACTGCTAAAATTGCACAAATCACAAAAATACTTAAATTTATCTGTCATGGCATTTTGATTCAACAAATTATCTTTTTTTGTATTTTGACTCGATAAATCAACTTTTTTTGTATTTTGATTCGATAAATCAACTTTTTTAGCTTTAGCTTTAATTTTATTGAATCCGTATTTTTCCATAAAATCATCCATATTTTTACAACCCATGCTTGTATTACATTGTGAACATACTGGTTTTAAATTATCAATATGCAATTTACCGCCATTTTTTTCACTAATTATATGCCCGCAATGAAAGTTTGCAAATGATATATCTTCAATTTTACAACACGAACACTTGCTTTTCTTCAAATTATCACCGACATAATAATTCCATACAGTATTTCTCAATGTTGAAGGTATTTTTTCTTTAGTTTTCTTTTTATTTTCCATATTTATATATTTAACACAAAAAAATTTTTAATTGTCAACTCCAATATTGCAATTAATAAATATAGTAAATAATAATCTTTTAAATCTTATGATTGAATGAAGCACTAAACTATATTTCAAAAAAATAAAGAAACCTCAATATTGTACAATAACTTTGAATCACATGTATTTCTTTATCGTTTTAAAAAATGTAAGTACAAATCAATATAATCAATAATGAGAAAATAATAAGGTAGCGATAATTAATTACGAATAAAACAGAGGTGTTGTTTGATTTATAAAATAATAATAATAAGAGCAACAAACAAATAATAATCATAAACATTTTATCAATATTATTAAACCATAAAAACGATAGATTTTAACTATTGATTGAATTGGAAATCAGAACGGAAAGTAATAAGTTGGTAATATAAATGAATAAGTAACGATCATAAAAAATATAACGTAATAGAAATATACAAATAAAAAGAAATATTAAGAGTATGCACTGATACTATCCAATATATTTCATTAATATAACAGAATAAATAAGAGTGCTGTTGTCAAACATTGTGTCAATATTGGTGGACATTACCATTTAAGAGTAACAATATTAACATAATGTGTGTCAACAGCATAGACTCTTAACGTATATGATGCTGTTGTCTAACATTGTGCCAATATTGCTGATATTATCATTTAAGAGCACCAATATTGACATAATATAATATCAACAGCATAAACTCTTAATATAAACAGATTTTGATAAAATGAATTTTACCAAAATGAGCAAAGTAATAAGGAGACTAAATTGGAGAAACAACTAGTGGCGGTAAATTCAATAACATAAAATAAATCCTGTTTAAAGATAATATTATGCCAAATAAATGAAACAGTGCTATGGCCAAATATGCGGTGAATATCGGCGAGCCATTATACAATAAAACACATCGATACTATCATCATATTCGTCAATAGCAAAATTCAAATATGAGGTCGAAGAAATTATAAATAATAATAATTTTACTATCAATATTATTGACAAAAAATCATACATTAAAAACGAGTATCAAACGGTTAAATTATAATAATTCAATAAAATAGAACAATTATAGTGGACAACAAAACTGGTCAATATAATTTTTCAATCAATATGACTAAATCTGATTGGTTGTTAAAATAATACTACAGTTAACATAAAAAAGGCCAAATTCAATATATCAATTAAGTAAAACAGTTAAAATATCAAATGAGGAATGCAAATAATAAATATTTGGAATGTGCATCAATCTATTAAAGTTTATTCCAGTGGCATTATTCAATTATACTGCAATGCTGGTGTCGAACATTATGTCAATATTGCTGATATTCTGTACTAACATCAATATTGACATAATGTAACATCAACAGCATAAACTCTTAATAATAAATAAATTTATTATATAAAAAGGTAAGAGCTGGATAATTATATAAAAATTAAGCAAAAATTAAGCAAAATTCAAAAACAATATATCTGATAGAACAAAAATACATAAATTTGGAGATAAAAAAAATATCAAAAAAATATATAAATAATGTACCTAATTACTTTTTGAAAATATAAATTTATCAAAATATTCAAAAAATAAAAAATATAATTCGATTATAAAAATTAACACATAACATGTTGTGTGTCAAATTATAATGAATCAAATAAAAAAAAAATAAAAACTTGTTTATGTAAACATTGCTATTGTAAAACATTATGTCAATATTGCTGATATTACCATTTAAGAGTAACAATATTGACATAATGTTAGACAACAGCATTGCTCTTAATATATATGGAATGCTGTTGTCTAACATTATGCCAATATTGCTGATATTACCATTTAAGAGTAACAATATTGGCATAATGTACATCAACAGCATGGACTCTTAACATAAACAGATTTTGGTAAAATTTATTTTACCAAAATGGACAAAGTAATGAGGTAACCAAATTGGATAAAAATAACTATCAGCAAGAACATAAATTTTCTAATTCAATAACATAAATAAAATAGTGCTGTGGTCAAATATGTAGTGAATATATCTCAAACCATTATATGATAAAACACATCGATACTGTCATAATATTCTACAATAGCAAAAAACAAACAAAAAATGTTTATTTATTAAAAATATCATGATATTCATTATATATTCTATCATTGTTGAGTTGTTCCTCAATTTTCTTTTTATGCAATACACTTTCATATAATGGTTGCAACATATCAATAACTTTTTTTTTATCAACGAAAGTTTGAACCGAGTTATATTTCCGTATGACCCAAGTATCAAAATCGCCTTTTATTAAATATTGACAAGGTATATCGTTATATAATAGGTCAACTAAATGACAATCTCGAATAAATTTTATTGTTTTTTGAAATATGTAACAGTTATTAGACGAATAACAAAAATGAAATGCTGAATGTGTTAATCGCGAAAGATCAGGTTTCACATCACTGAACCAATCTTTACAAATAAACATTTGTTCAAATAAATAATCTAATATCATTTTTATTTTATCATCTAATTGTTGGTTATAATTGATGTTCAATATATTTATAAATGAATCATTTGACTTAAATATATATTTCATCAGCTCTATACCTTGATAAGGAATGGAATTATTTATAAAATAGGATTTTGGATCATATAACATATTGTATTATTGCAATAATAATGATAATACATTTTGACAGTTATAAAATCAAATTTTTATAGGCAGGATATATATTTAATTACACTTGGCAAGCATCTAGCCATTATTATAGTAAATCAAATGGGCACTAACATTGACAACTCATATCAGTGGGATAAGAGTGCTGTTGTCAAACATTATGTCAATATTGCTGATATCACAATTTGAGAGTAACAATATTGACACAATGTACATCAACAGCATAAATCCTTAACACAAATAGATTTTGATAAAATGGGCAAAGTAATAAGGTGACTAATTTAGAAATCAACAATTGACATCCAATTAAACACATAAATAAATCCCATTTAATATAATAACTCAATAAAATAGAACAATTAAAGTAGACAATAAGCTAATCAATATATTTTTTTAATTAATGTGACTAAATTTGATTGATTGTTAAAACAAATAACAGTCGACGGCCAAAACCAATAGGTTAGAATGTGCATCAATCTGTTCGAGTTTATTTCGCTGGTGCCAAACATTATGTTAATATTGCTGATATTACAATTAAGACTAAGACCAATATTGACATAATGTGCATCAACAGCACGAAACTATTACACAAACAGATTTTGGCTAAATTAAATATTAACAGAATTACAATAATAAAAAATAAAATGGCTAAATACAATTGTTCAACAAAATTAATTTATAAAACAAGTTAATATGAAAATGATAAAAGTTTATTGGCGATAAATTTGTGCCCTGACAAACTGACAATATACAAAATAAAGTCAATAGTCATAATAAATTAAAAATTGAAAGAAAATATATTTGAATTATAAAGTTAAGTCTACAATATGTACCATGGAACACACAATTAAATTATTTAATTTTCTGGAATCCTCTAAAAAGTTAAATCCATCATGCACTGATTTTGTAACTGATATGATTACAGTATGTCAGCCTATTTGGAATATATATTACGATGATGATGATGACGATGACTATAATCACGAAGATGAAAATCAATGGACTTTATCGATTTTTAATAAAATTTTAGAATTATTGAAATTGATTAATGACGAAAAATATTATGTGATGGTTGATAATTATAAAACATTATATTTGAACGAAATTGGATTTTCAAATATTTTGTCAATTCTAAATAAATATAATTATGGTTTATCAGATATAAAACCAAATGATAAACAAATTATCAATAGCGAATTAACAAGTTACAAATTAAATAACGTACTAGTTACTAAAAAATTATTGGAATTACGTGACACAAAAGTTTTAAAGAATGATAATAGATTAAATAATTATATTGAAATAATGTGCAAAAATGTTTATTTATAATTAAATTACGTAAAAATGAAATAAATTATCCACAATGCGCAACACCAATAATGATAGCATAAATTGGCCTAAGCAAAGGAATAAGGTGACAACTTTTTTGCACAACAGCCATGGTTTAACATATATTCAAAACAAACAATATGTTGGACAATAGCTTTAATAAATAGAAAAGAGAAATGCTGTTGACAAACATTATGATAATATTGAAGACAATCGCAAGATCGCACATCAATATAGTCAAAATGTACATCAATAGCATTAACCACCTATAAAACGGGATATAACCAAAACAAGTTTTACCAAATTGAGGAAAGTAATAAAGTGACAAATAAATTGTTTCAATCGCGACCATCTTCAATCGCATAGAAAATGTTTCTTCTATTATGTTTTCTATTTCTATTTTTGTAGGTCATATATTTATGATTACATTGTAGATATGATTTATCTTTGAATAATCCATCATTCACATAATAAGTATTAGCAGCAGTTCTACGTTTATCATTTCTTTTTTGTCTACATTTAGGTTCTCCAATGGGATTTATAAATTTTGTGTAAAAACTAAACGATCGATAAAAGCCAGATTCATTGTCATATTCAGTTTTATTAGCATAAGGCCAATAATCAATATGTTTTATAAGTGTAGACCGATGCTTACCATGTGTTTCATCAAAATCTACAGTATAATACTGTTTTCTCAAGGTATGATTATTTCTCATCATATATAATCTTAGATATAATCTTAGATATTAACTGAGCATCAATAAATTTTATTTTCAATTGTTTTATTTATAGTAACTTAAATCATAATGTTATTGTTGGCATTATAAATTACAATCAATAATGTCAAAATATATAACAGGCGGCATAAACATTTCGCTTAAAAAGAAATTGATTAAACTAATTTGAAAATAATAAAGCCACAATGCTATTGTCAAACATATTGAACAGAACGAACAATATGTTGTGCAATAGCATAGATAAATAAAAGTATAAATGCTGTTGACGAACATTAGGAGAATATTGGAGATAATCGCAAGATTGTACATCAATATAATCAAAATGTATATCAACAGCATTAACCAATTTAGCAATAGGATTTGATGAAAACAAGTTTCACCAAATCGGGCAAAGTAATAAGGTGGCTAATTTATAAAATACAATAACATCTTTAAAAAATTGAGAAAATAAAAGAATAAATGGTTTGATTAATAAACAATATTATTAACAATGAACTATTTGTGTTTCAGAAACGATGTAAATAATAACACAACATATTGCGCAAATTGTTCAACAAACGATTGTCAAAAACTCTTTGATAAACATATGAGTGTGTATATGGGTAAGAATCTGATGGAGCAATATATACCCAAAAAAAATTACTACAAATATATCTTAAAAGATGAATTAATGGTTTTTTTGTGCAACACATATAAAGTAGAAAATAGTTCGTCATTTTCGCATAATGAAATAAAAATGATAAAAGTTGTGATGACTTTTTGAAAGATTCTAGAGGATGGCAAGGATCAGACAAATTATAAAATTAATTTATTTATTGTAATAGATATCCAATAATTTAGGTAGCCAATACAAAAAAATTGAAATTATCAATATGTTGATACATTACACTTATAATTAAATAATAATATATGAGTAAATTTATAATATTCAAATTTCAAAACGACGATAATATGGTAGTTCCTCATGAATATGCCATTAAAATTCCGTTTGTCAGAGAATCAACAGAATTATTTGATTTTACAGAGTTTAACTTTAACAATATAAAATGTTGGTGTTTTACAATTGAAGTACCATACGATAGAAAATCATTTTCTTTACTCTACGATATGATCATAACTCAACAATACCTGAAAGACAACCTAATTATCGACAAAAATTTTTACTTATTAATGGAATATATGAAAATTGATAATAAAATTATGGATGTGATTATGGAAAATAACAAGTCAGATGATTTAGGCGAATACTTTATGCAACATATTCCGTTTAAAAATATGACCAATTATTTTGGCTATATGAATGATTTTTATAAAAAAAAATATTTGATTAATATGGCTGAGATACTGACAGGTAATAGAGTTGCTATAAGTATTTATGTTACAGGTGATAAAAAGAAATTAGTTCAAAAGAATTTCCCAGAAAAAGAAGAACATTACGAAGAAGATCTAGATGAAGAAGATCTAGATGAAGAAGATTTAGATGAAGAAGATTTAGATGAAGAAGATCTAGATGAAGAAGTTTACGATGTCAATGACGTGAATAATATTTACTATAACAGCAGTTATTTTTGCAAACGTAATAATATTGTGATAGTTGAAAATAACGATATTATTTTGGACAAAACGCAACAAAATATATATATATGCAAAAATAAACCTAATATTATAATTTTTAATGCTTATGGTAAAATACATTTTTATACAATTAACGAAAATATACCTGTTTCAACAAAATGTCAAATTTCATTTGAAGAGGAGAACAAAAAATATTATGTGGGAAAAAGTTCAGTAAAAAAAATGAAATGTAGTATCTCTAGAACAAACTTATATTCATTAAATTGTTGCAAAAAAATGATTTTAAATAGTACTAAAAACGAAGGCGTATATGATGAAGTTCTAATTTACGCGACTAAGAATAATTAACTTGTTTTTTTATTTAACAAAACAATATTTCAATGATAATATTCCAAAGAAATATCATATCCACAATTGTTATTATGTTGAAAATATATATTACATAATTTTAGAATAACATCAACATTGTTTGTAAATATATCGATTGTGTAAGAGAATATAAGTGGTGTGCTGATCACAATCATTAAGTCAATATTGCTGGCAACAACATATGCAATCAATAATGACAAAATGCATAACAAGAGCATAAACACCAACAATAATATTTTTATTAAACTAAATAAATAGAAAAAGTAACAATATAACTACAATAGTATTAATGAATGAAAATGTAAATGTTGTTGACAAACGTTACGAAAAATATTGGAGATAATTGTAAGATTGTGGATCAATATTATCATAATTTACATCAACAATATTAATCAATTCAAGCAAAGAGTGACTAAAAATAAATGTGGAGAGTATAAAAATGGAGTACTAACATTTTAAAACAATATGTGCAATCAATAATGTCAAATGTATGACATAAACATTTACCAACTTAGTGAAAACACGTTTCATTAAATTGAGCAATATTAATAAATAGGTTTAAATGCGATCAAGAACGATATTTAAATAGTTTTTCGATTATTATAATCATAATAAAAAAATAAAATAAGATGACGAGAATATAGTGTAATGTCAATACATTTGGATAATGATTTAAATGATATTTTTTGATTGAAAATTTTATTAATAATCAAAGCGCAACTACAATAATTCATATTTTAATTCCAAATATTTTAATTTAGCATCTAAATATTTGTAATAAATATTACGGTCATTCAAATTGCCACCAATTTGAACACCATCTGAAATATTATTTTGATCTTGTTGAATATCGTATTCAGTGTCATCATTTTCTTGGTCCAAGCATAAATCATCAATATCATCAATAATTTTTATTAAAGTAATATTATTAGTGTCGAAGTCATTATATTTTTGTCTATTATTTTCATTTAAAATATCAGGTTCTTTGTCAATATCTTTATCTTCATAGAATTTAATACAAGTTGCGATTTCATTTATCAATTGTTTATAAGAACATTCGAAATATTCTTTTCTATTCTTTATTTGGTATTTATGCATTTTTTTAATAACACATTTTTCCATATGATCAGGATCATCAGTATCTATCATTTTCAATACCTGAACTTTATTATGAGTACAAGTATCATAATTAGGTTTTCTGGTGTTCATATCTCTAGTTTTTCCAAATTTTAAGTATAAAGTTTCATCTTGATCAAAATCTAAACTATCTGTAATAACTCTCAATATATATACTGCCCCACCTTTTTTAAATTTAGTAGTTTTTAAATTATATTTTAATACTTGAATTTGATTTTGTTGATCTATTATTATTTTATTTAACTCATCGATCTGTTTTTTTAGTTTACTGTTAGCCTTGTATTCTCCATATTTACGGAGTGAAGGCATAACGTCGTGAGTAATCCAATCCTTGATTTCTGTAGCCTTTTTCATTTTACTGCTCAAAATTAATGAATACATTCCGGCTTCGTTTAAAAATTTGGTATTTGCTTGAACATTTTTGTACAAAGATTTATAATTTCTAGTAATATCTTTGAGTTGATACATATCTTGTTTTTTTACGTATTTGCCTATAGCATCTTTACAATCCACATATTCCAACATTTTACACAATTGATTTGCATTAAAATAAGGATCAGAATTTTTATCAAAAGCAATATAAACAATTTTATCGTCATATTGTAACATATGTCTGTACAGATCAATTAATTTTTGCGCCATTTTAACGATATATTCTAATTATGCACATATATTATTTAAAAATCAATTTTTTTCAAAACAAAGGGGGAGGGTGTTTTGCCCCTCCCCTCTTTTTTGCAAAATTCGGACAGTAAAAGAGAGCAGTATTAAAATAATGTTTGGCAAGAATAAATATATTTGATGCAAATAAAACTGAATATATTAATAAATAAAATATTTGATACGATATTAATAATGTAAAAAATGGCATATAACCAATATTATAAGAGTATAATTATTAATTTAGTGGTATAAACAGATTTAAATATATTGACATAAATATATTAAAGTATGGATAATAATATAACGTCTGATGAAAAAATTAGACAATTGAAAATATATTTGGATAATTTGAAAGATTTAGAAAAAATAAATGAAATATTTGATATTTGTAAAGACAATGGTATGAAACCAGAAAAAGAAAATAATAATAATAATAATATAAACAAAGAAGTAATAATTAAAAAAGAATTAGATAAAAACAGTTACAAATATACAGTGTTTTTAAAGTTACTAAACAAAATATTGGAAGAAGCTGGAAAACCGAATATTGATGATATATATGAATTTAAAGATATATCAAGAAATGATATATTAAAAAATGATAAAGTTAACGAATTATTTGGTTTGGAAAAAGAACTTTTCGGACCAAAAAGTTTTAAAAAACAGGGATTTTATTGGTATGAAAGGAAAAAAAAAGAAAATTATATATTCACATTTTTGAGAAAAGCTTGTGAGGATTTAGGGGTGGAATTGAAATTTCTAAACAGAAAAAAAATAAGTAAAAAAAGTAATAAAGTTGTTTACACTAATTATTATTTTATAGTATAAATATATAGTATTTCATTGTCACTGTGTCAAAAATATAATAATTTTTTTATATTCTATATGTATATGAAAAAATTAAACAACACTAAATTAACCAAAGAAAAAAATTTATTAAAATTAGTCGAAAATTCCAATAATAAATTAGAATTTCAAAAGGATAAGATAAAATCAAAAATAGTATGTGGCATTAATATTATTGGTGATGGTTATGACAAGAAAAAGAAAGAGGTTATTCATAATACAGTGTGCCATAGATTTATTGGATTTGATACCTATGAAGATCTATTTCTAGAACTCCAAAATAAGTCTAATGTTGACAGATGTTATTTTGAAGTAATAAAATCTCATTGCAAACCCTATCTCGACATAGAGTTTATAAAAAAAGAATATCCTGATATTAATGAAACAATCATTGATAAAATTATTAAAGATATTATTGCGATATTTAAAACAAAATATCGTTTGACATTAGAAGAAAACGATGTAATTGTGTCTGAAAGTCATAAATATGATGATAAAAAAGAAATAATAAAATATTCATGGCATATAATAATATCTCCACTAAAATACAATTATGTATATCAACACAATAGATTCGGAAATGAAAATACTGCTTGTGACCTACTTTATCATTTATTTGAAATGAACAAGTTATATATCGAGATTATTGATATGTCGGTTTATAGTAAGGAACGCGAAATGAGATTATTTTTGTGTAATAAAAATCCTTTGGAAAATAGAATATTGAAATGGAATAATTATAATATTAAGAAGATTGATTTTAAAACTTACTCAAGATGTTTTATTAATTACATAGATCAAAATTTAGAAACAAAAATAATTGAAACAGTTTATAGAGACAATCCAAAAAAAGTGTTTAATACACAAAAAGAGTTGGAAAAAATAGAGAAGAAGAAAGAGGAATTTAAAAAAAATATCGCGAATAAAAATAAAATATTAAAAGAAAAAAATGTATTTGCGCCAAAAGAGAAAAAGACCATTTTAAATAAAAAGAAGACTCAGAAAACAACGATATACATTAAATCAAATAAATCTTATCAATATGTCGAAGAATTGGTGGATAACTTATCAGATCACCGCTCAGATGTGTATGAAGATTGGATAACTGTTAAATGGGGGTTAGAAAATCAGTCAGTCATAGATAAGCAAGATTATTTTAATATATTTAATAATTTTTCTAAAAAATCGGACAAATATGATGAAGAAGAGATAAAACAAATTTGGAACAACACAAATCAACATAATAATGGAGTGACTTTGGGTACAATAATTTTTATGTTAAAAAAAGACAATGAGGAAGCTTATAATTATATTAGAGAGAATTATTGTAAGTATGACAGCCAAGAAATAATAAAAAATTTCTATAATCCAAATGTGAAAAAATATTTCAAACACATTGTAGAATACGAAGATCCAACAACAGCAAATTTTAAGATTGGAGATGGACAAAAGGGCTGTTTCGTAAAGGCAGAGATGGGTTTAGGAAAATCCGATACATTATTAAAACAAATAAAAGATCATAATAATTGTATTTTAATAAAAGACATAGTAAAAAAAGTAGATAATAATCAAATATTTTTGAATTATACTAAAGAATTTAAGAGGATATTGATGATAAGTCATAGACGATCATTGGCCAGCAAATTTTTTGGGGATTTACGGCAAATGAAGTTTGATATATATTTTGATTATAAGGGTTATTCAAATTTGAATAATGACAGACTAATTATTCAATTAGATAGTATATATAAAGTATCTTTAACTGCATTTGATTTAGTAATACTTGACGAATGCGAGTCATTATTTAGTCATTTTAAATACGGCCAAATGAGACATAAGAACGAAAATATAATAATGTTAGAAACACATATTAAACAAGCAGGAAGAGTTGTTCTAATGGATGCAAATTTGTCTATAAAATCCTACGAAATAATGAGCAAAATTGATGATTTAAACAAATATACTTTGATTGCAAATAAATACAAAATATTAAAAGGATGGAAAATGAATTTTATAAATGGCGATGAGCAAGTAAAAATGATTGATAACGATATAAAAGATGGTAAGAAAGTGTGTGTGGCATCTTTATCAAAAAATATGATAAATTCACATTATGGCAAAATTGTTCCAGATCATTTATTGTATTCGGCTGAAACTGATAGTGATAAGAAATTTGAGGACATTATGAATATCAATGAGGCATGGAAAGATAGGAATATAATATATACACCAACTATATCATCAGGAGTAAGCTGCACTATAAAGGATCAGTTTATAAATATATATGGCTATTCAAACAACAAGTCCGCATTAGCCACTGATTTTTTTCAAATGTTGAGAAGAGTGAGACATCCAATAAATCATGCTTTCAATATTTACAATGAACATGTTGACTATCATTCAGCTTTATTGAGTTTGGAAGAAATCGAAAAATATATAAAATATTCACATTTAATAACCGATCAGAACCATCTTATTGCAGATATACCGAAATTTATAAATAATAGCAAATACGAACCCATCAAAAATACAGCTTATTACATACATATTTATAATATTTTAGAAGAGGAGATTAATAGATGTTTTTTTAAAAATGTTTTAGTATATTTGGCCGTTGAAAAAGGATTAATTATTAGTTCCAGTGAAAATGCAAATAAAAAATGTGTCGAACTGAAAAAAAGTATTAAGGAAGAGAATATTAAAGCCACTGAATTAGTAATTGATAAACTATCGAAAACTAATGTAATAGACAATGATGAATATAATTATATAAATGAAATAATGGTAAAAGAGGATAAGCTGACAGATGAACAAAAAACCCAACATAAGTTAAAAACATTGATGAATAGGTTTAGATATGATGAAAAACGATACAATAAGTTAGATTCGAATGATAAAAAACAATTAATTCAATTTATGATGGAAGATACGAATCATGTTAAATACATAAATAACTGTCAGATAAATTGTGATAATATAGAAAAGCGAATAAAGGAAATACAAGAATATGATAAAAAGCGAAGGGATAAAACAGATATTTGTGATTATAAACCATATTATCGAATGCATTTTTTGATACACAATATGTTGAAATTAGTGGGATTCGATTCGATCAAAAGTAAGGAGAAAATATTGGTGAATAAGATACATACAAATATGGAAAAAAATAAGACAAAATTACTTCAAATAATCAATGAAATAAACTATATAAATGGAGTTAAAAAGAAGGATAAAATAACGTTAAATGTAGTGGGCACAATAATTAAGAATTTTTATGGGTACGCTTTTGTGAGAACAAGTATTAGAATTAAAGATAAAAAACAAAATGGATATAAAATTATTAATCAATTAAAATGGGGAGATGATTTTTTTCCTGTTTTATTAGTAGTTGACAAAAAACAAAATTTAGATGAGTATGCATTTTGATATTTTATTATTTTGTTAAAAATAATTATGTAATTTATTATATTCTACATACCCTAATTACTTTTTAGAGAAAAAAATGTACTCACTTTTTTCCAATATAAATTAATAATATGTTTCAAAATATGAGTACATAACAATGTTAGTATCATAGCAAATAAATAATAAACAATATAACATTTCATTATAAAATGGCCAGATTTTGCATTTTTAATACATAAAAAACTGGCTCTTAAAACAATAATTAGTAATAATATAACCAAATTATAATTCTGATAAGATATCAGTCAAATAGAAGAAATAATATTTAATCAATATAACTAAAAATTTGATTGATTATTAAAACAACAAAAATATCAGACAATTAATGGTATTAATATGTACAAAAATATTAAAAAGATATATTTTTTTGAGTAAATTTCAACAGTATAATGGAGTTATACAACGGTGGAGTGCTGATGTCAGACATTGTGTCAATGTTGGTGTTATAATCAAATAATGGGCCACAACATTGACACAATGTCTGACACCAGCATTATACCATTACATAAACAAATTTTGATAAAATAAATTTTACCAAAATGGGCAAAGTAATAAGGTGACAATTCCGCAACACAGCTATTGTCGAACATATGTCCAAGATAAACAATATGTAAGACAATAGCTTTGATAATTAAAAGAGAACAATGCTGTTGTAAAACATAATGACAATATTGCAGATGGTCGTAGATATTCAGATCAATATAACCAAAATGTATATCAACAGCATTAACCCATTCAGAAATAGGATTTGGCAAAAACAAGTTTTACAAATATTGTGAACAATAATAACAAAATGTATAACAACAGCAAATATCAATGAAAAAAACAATAAAAATGGACTTTTTTTTTCCATACAACAGATACCGTAAAAATGTTATATATACTAAAATATATAAGATTGCGATACTTTTTTATCATATAACAGGTACTAGAGAATACTCCTATTATATATGTATAAAAAAGTGATATATATGACAAAAATATAATAATAACATTATGGTCACACAATTTGAATGTGACAACAATATTGACACAATGTCTGACACCTGCACTATACCATTACATAAACAGATTTTGATAAAATAAATTTTACCAAAATAGGAAAAGTAATCAGGTGACAAACTTTTTCGCGTCCAGCTATTGTCCAACATATATCCAAAACGAACAATATGTTGTACAATAGCGTAGATAAATAAAAGAAAACAATGCTGTTGTAAAACATTATGATAATATTGAGGAACAGTCGTAAGAATATAGACCAATATTAGCACAATGTATATCAACAGCACCATACCATTATATAAATAAATTTTACCAAAAGTAATAAGGTGACAATTTAACAATATTAATAAAAAAACAAAATAATGATAACAACAGCAATAATGTCAAATTACAACCAAATTAAGAAATATAGTCGATCACATTATATAAAACAAACTTTGTCACAAATAAATAAGGAATGCAAGTGCATCAACAGCATTAACCAATTTAATGACAGGATTCGGTAATTACTATTTTTACTAAAAAATCTGGCAAAGTAATAAGGTGGCCAAATTGTAAAAGCAAAAAATAATTAGTACAGTTGTCAATATTGTGGAAAATAATAAAACAACAGTATAAAGCAAGAATGCTATTGTCGAACATATGTCCAAGACAAGCAATATGTTGTACAATAGCATAGATAAATTAAAGAGAGCAATGCTGTTGGCAAACATTAGGGAAATATTGGAGATAATCGTGAGATTGCGCATCAATACAGTCATAATGTACATCAACAGCATTAACCAATTTAAAAATAACCAATTAAAAGACAGGGTTTGGTGGAAACAAGTTTCACCAAATCGGGCAAAGTAATAAGGTGACTAAAATATTTTTAATATGAGTGTGTTACTAATTTAGATATATAATTCCATAATATAGTCACCGCTTTTCTTGTCCGATCCAACAATATTGAACCCATTTGATTTATAACATTTGATAGCCGCAATATTATCATTTGCAACATATAACATAAATTTACTAATATTTTTATTGTGATTTTGTGTATGTATAATTATTTGTTTTATTAAAAAATTGCAAATCTTTTTGCCTCTCATATATTCAACAATGTGAATGGTACTGATGTATGCCATTTTATTATGACAGCTGACTTTACCAATCGCTATTACTTGATTATCGTACAATAAATATATTATATACGTTTTGTAATCATGATATCTCTTAGATAGTTCATTATGCTCGTTAATTAAATTTAAAATATCGTAGTTACTTTTTTTATGATTTTTAATTATATTTTCGAATTGTATTCGATGCTCTGGATTATTTATCATTTCCTTAACAAATCGACTTATATTCATATATTTTACTGTAATATTGTTAGTGTCAAATCCGCCATAATGCATATATTTGTTTTTATGCCTGATGTACTCATTATACCTTGTATTCATGTATGCAAGTAAATAATATATTTTTTTATCAAAGCAAAAATTCAATAAAATAAGCAATTCTTGAACTCAATTGTTTTTTATTAAATACTCTATATATTATAGATACTCAGCTAAAAACTAAGAGGAAGATCCAGAGAATGATTCAAGTGTAAATCAAGTAAAATAGAACTGCTGTTGTCCGACATTATGTCAATATTGTTTTATAGTAACATCATTATTGTCAAAATGTATATCAACAGCACAAAAACATTATATAAATAAAGTCTAATAAATATTTATTCATCAGGTATCCAAAGAACCATATGTCTTTCACCAATACTATTAACTACATCAACCATATATACAAATACAAATAAATATATTTTTTGCCCCTTATTCTTAAATTCTTTGTATAAAGCAACAGCTTTTTTGCATTTATCATTGATATCATCATATATTTTCTCGAATTCATCGATTTCACAAATAGTATAAATGTAGGACTTATTGATATCTACAAGGGACCAAAATTTTTTTGGTATATATGTAAATGTAATAACTCCACAAAAAGGTTCATGAGAATTAATAAAATCATCTAAAATATTTCTTTTTGGACCATTTATATAAGTGTCTTGTATGTATTCTGCAAATTTTAAAACATTACTGTTATCCATTATATAAAACAAATTAAGAATATAAATATAACGAATATATTTCAATTTTTCCAATATGTTAAGCATAAAGAGATATTAAAAATAGAATGCTGTTGATGTACATTGTGTCAATATTGTTGTTACACTAAAATAGTATGGCCATAATATTGACACAATGTACATCAACAGCACCATACCATTATACAAACAGATTTTGATAAAATAAATTTTACCAAAATGGGCAAAGAAATAAGGTGACAACTTGATGTGTACAGCTATTGTCCAACATATTGTTTGTTTTGCTAATATGTTGGGCAATAGCTTTGATAAATAAAAGAGAGCAATGCTGTTGACAAACATAATGATAATATTGGGGACAAGTCGTAAGAGTACAGATCAATATAACCAAAATGTACGTCAACAGCATAAACCAATTCAGAGAGAGGATTTGGTGAAAACTTGTTTTCCCAAATCGGGCAAAGTAATAAGGTAACTAAAATATATTAAAACCAATACATATCCCAAGAATAATCAAAAAGAACGAAATTTTTAATTTTGAAACAGTTCAAATTAATAAAACCATTGTAGTGGACACCGAATCAATCAATATGACTGTGTTTACTGAATTTAAGATATATGGAGTTAAGATTTTATCTAGTAATTGAAAATAATGTAATCATGCATTGTTATTGGAATTATTGTTATAAATCAAAAGAATCCGTATAATAATGAACAAAAGAGTTGTTGATACACGTTATGTATGTATTGATCAAACTCTTAAATAAAAATATCACCAATATAATTAAAACGATAACATAAATAGATTTTGATAAAATAAATTTTACCAAAATAGGCAAAGAAATAAGGTGACAACTTTCTGACTAAAGCTATAGTTCAACATATATTTAAAGCAACCAATATGTTGGATAATAGCTTTGATAAATAAAAAGTATAAATGCTGTTGACAAACATAATGGTTATATTGAAAAACTCTCGTGAGATTGTAGATCAATATAACCAAATGTACGTTAACAGCATAAACCAATTCAGAGAAAGGATTTGCTGAAAAACTTGTTTTCCAAATCGGGCAAAGTGATAAGGTGGTAATAAAAGATATAAATAAACCAGGATAATTGTGGATGCTGTTGTGAAACATTATGACAATATTGTGAATAATAATGCATCAATAATAGGAAAATGTATAACAACAGCATAAACCAATTCAGAGAAAAGGATTTAGTGTAAAACAATTTTTCCAAAATGGACAAATTTATATTAAAACCAATATATACCCGAATAAAACAAAAGAATAATCAAATTAATAAAACCATTATCGTAGATACGTTTTAATCAATATGATTGTGTTTATTGAATTTATGATATATGGAGTTAATATGAGAGATTCAATCAAGTAATTAAGCATAATGTAATGACGCATTGTTATTGAAATATATGTTAGCATTATTGTTGTAAACCAAAAGAGTCCGTATAATACTAAACAATAGAGCTGTTGGTAGACATTATGCATATATTGGTCAAACTGTTAAATAAAAATATTACCAATATAATTAGAACAACAGCATAAATAGTATACAAATAATCATATTAATTTGAGCAGACAATAATGTGATCACAATAAAACACTATATGTTCAATAATATAAAATAGAAAAAGAAAAAACTAGTGCTATGTATAAATAAAGTGTCTCACTCCTCGCTGGTGAGGAGTGAGAAGTAAAATGTATAGATATTTAATAACAAATATATAAATAATATATTTAGTTAATATAAATGGAAAAGTTTTTATTGAAATATTCGGACAAAATAGTTTGAAAAAACTAAAAGGAGGTAATTTATTTTTGGGAATTTATAGAGATTAAAATATAGAATCCAATTGTGATAGGCTTAAATTATATGAGGTGAAATAATAATGTGACAATTTTTAAACTAACGACACATAAAAATATATTTATTTGATCATTGAATGAAAATAATAAATACAGCTATGGTCAAATGTGTGAGTGAATATCGTTGAATCGTTACATTGCCCTAAACGAGAACAACGATACAGTGATCAATAGCGTAAAATCAAACACAATAGAAAAAAATGAAAAATAATTGTCCAAAAAATATATTCATAATATGATTAACTTTAAAATGTCAATGTACAGTGATATATACAACATTATAGCAAACTATTTACCTATTCAAGATTCCATAAAATTGCAGTACCTATGTAAAAATTTGTTTGAATTTAGAATGGAACATTTTATTTTTAAAGAGTTTAATAGTAAATTTTTGGAAAAGCATTTTGAATCAATAGAAAGATTAGAAATACGACAAGTGGGCAAATATAAAAGTGTGATAAGTGATAAAATAAATGACAGTATAATATCAAAATTTAAGAAATTAAAATACTTGGTATTACCAGGAAATAAAGATATAACAGACAATGGATTGGCTTATTTAAAGGGGATTCACACTTTAGACCTTTATAATAATGAAAAAATAACAGATAACGGATTAGTACATTTGAAGGGTATTCATACTTTGGACCTTTATGGTAATAAAAAAATAACAGACAAAGGATTAGAACATTTAAAGGGGGTTCACACTTTGGATCTTAGTAGCAGTTATAAAATAACAGACAACGGATTGGTGTATTTAAAAGGAATTCAAATTTTGAAATTGATTTTTAATCAAATTATAACAGACAACGGATTGGTACATTTAAATGGAATTCACACTTTGGAACTCGCACATAATAGTAAAATAACAGACAATGGATTGAAACATTTAAAGGGGATCAAAACCTTAAAATTATGGGACGACAATGACAATAACATAACGGATAATGGATTAGTACATTTAAAGGGTATTGAATACTTGGCGCTGTATTACAACAAAAATATAACAGATAATGGCATAATACATTTAAAGGGAATTCATACTTTGGTGTTACCCCATAATGAAAATATAACAGATAATGGCATAATACATTTAAAGGGGATTCATACTTTGAAATTATACAGTAATAACAAAATAACAGACAACGGATTAACATATTTGAATGGTATAAAAGAATTGATATTAAATAATAATAAAAATATAACGAATAACGGATTAAAAAATTTGAGGAATATTATTAAGTTAAATTTGTGGGATAATGAAAATATAACAAAAAATGGATTAGCGCAAATTAAAGGTTGTATGTTTTGCAACGAGAAATTGAGAATTGGCGGATTTTTTCGTTTGAAAAAAATTAAATAATTAACTTTTAAATGTCAATTTGTGGTAATGAGTTACAAAAAATGTGTTGCAACGTGTTTATCAAAGAATAAAACAATATATATTTTTGTACAATTGGAGTATAATATAATAATGGATGCCGTTGTGAAACATTATGTTAATATTACACGAAATGATATATCAAGAATAGTTAAATGTAGGCAACAGCATTCACTGATATAAAAACATAAATTATTAAAAGTAATAAAGTTGACATTTTCTTTATAAATATATCAACAAGAACAAAATAATAATCGTTGCTGTTGTCAGACATTGTGTTAATATTGTGTCCACACTATTTAATCAGAATGTGCGTCAACAGCATCACACCATTATATAAACAGATTTTGATAAAATAAATTTTACCAAAATGGGCAAAGTAATAAGGTGACAAACTTTTTTGCGACCACAGCTATTGACAGACATATATCCAAAACAAACAATATGTTGGACAATAGCTTTGATAAATAAGAGATAACAATGCTGTTGATAAAGATAATGAGAATATTGTGAACAGTCGTAAGAATACAGATCAATATTGTCATAATGTTTGTCAACAGCATAAACCAACACAAAGAAAGGATTTGCTGAAAAACAAGTTTCATCAAATAGGGTAAAGTAATAAGGTGACAAATAAAAAAACTATATATATCATAATAATATCAACAAATAAAGAGTATAAATTAATCATGAATGCTGATGCCAAATATTATGCCAATATTGTGAATAATGGTAAATCAATATTGACAAAATATTAATCAACAGCATTAATCAATCTAGAAAAAAGTTAAAAGGTAAGAATCTTAATAAATAAAAATAAAATACAACGAAGAGTTAGGTGTAATAGAAAAAAAATGAAAAATAATTGTCCAAAAAAATATATTAATTTATATGATAAACTTTTAAATGTCAATTTGCAGTGATATATATAATATTATAGCAAACTATTTGCCTATTCAAGATTCTATAAAATTACAGTTTTTGTGTAAAAATTTGTTTGAATTTAAAATGGAACATTTTATTTTTAAAGAGTTTAATAGTAAATTTTTGGAAAAACATTTAGAATCAATAGAAAGATTAGAAATACGACAAGTAGGCAAATATAAAAATCTAATAAATGACGAAATAAATGACAACATAATATCAAAATTTAAGAAATTAAAATACTTAATATTACCAGGGAATGAAGATATAACAGATAATGGATTAGAACATTTAAAGGGGATTCATACTTTGAACCTTTATTGTAATGAAAATATAACAGATAATGGATTGGTGCATTTAAAGGGAATTCATAATTTGAACCTTTATTGTAATGAAAATATAACAGATAATGGATTGAAATATTTAAAGGGAATTCGTGATTTGACCCTTTGTTATAATGAAAATATAACAGATAATGGATTGGAATATTTAAAGGGAATTCGTGATTTGACCCTTTGTTATAATAAAAATATAACGGATAATGGATTGGTGCATTTAAAGGGAATTCATAATTTGAACCTTTATAAAAATGAAAATATAACGGACAATGGATTGGAATATTTAAAGGGAATTCGTGATTTGACTCTTTGTTATAATAAAAATATAACGGATAATGGATTGGTGCATTTAAAGGGAATTCATAATTTGAACCTTTATTGTAATGAAAATATAACGGACAATGGATTGACACATTTAAAGGGCATTAAAACCTTAAATTTGGGATGTGACAATAACATAACAGATAATGGTATAATATATTTAAAGGGAATTCATAATTTGAACCTTTATTGTAATGAAAATATAACAGATAATGGATTAATAAATTTGAGGGGAATTCATACTTTGAACTTATCTCTTAATAACAAAATAACAGACTACGGATTAACATATTTGAGAAATATTATTGAGTTAGATTTGTATTGTAATGAAAATATAACAGAAAATGGATTGATGCATGTAAAAGGTTGTATGTTTCGCAACAAAAAATTGAGACCATATAATACAAATTTTATGGTAAAAATTGAGTAATTAATTTTTAAATGTCAATTTGTAATGATTAATTACGAGAAAAACAAGATATGTTGTGATATTATAGCCAAATGAATAGTAAAAAATAACAATCAATATTTTTACTATGAAAACACACACCAAAAAATAAATTATTACGAATATAAATTAGAAAGTGTTAGAAATATGTCTTTATCCAAAATAAAACAACATATATTCCAGTACAATTAAAGGGTGTAATATAATAATCAATGCTATTGTGAAACATTTTGTTAATATTGCGCAAAATGATATATCAATAATGCTTAAATGTGTAGGCAACAGCATTTTCACTAACAAAAAAACATAAATTGACATTTTCTTTATAAATATATCAACAAGAACAAAATAATAATCGTTGCTGTTGTCAGACATTGTGTTAATATTGTGTCCACACTATTTAATGTAACAACAATATAATCAGAATGTGTGTCAACAGCATCACACTATTATATAACCAGATTTTGATAAAATAAATTTTACCAAAATGGGCAAAGTAATAAGGTGACAACTTGGCGAGCACAGTTATTGGTCGACATATATCCAACACAGAGAAAGGATTTGCTGAAAAACAAGTTTCATCAAATCGGATAAAGTAATAGGGTGACTAAATAAAAAACTATATATATCATAAATTAAAAAAAAGGACATACAATAAAAATTATTTTATTAGACAAATATCCGAAATATATTTTTTAGAGGAAATTATCAAGAAAAATACAATATTTATACAAATGTATTAACACATTATAAACTAATTGAACAAGAAGAAAATGAAGAAGATCAAAATTAAGACACAAGTATTGTTTTTATGCTTATGTAACTATATAAAAGTAATCATGTGAAAACATATTGAAAAATTGAAAATTTTGCCCACCAAAATAAATAATAATTATAGATAATTATGGTTATTATAATATATCTCAAAAAAATGGGCAAAATTTTCAAATTTTCAATTTGTGTTTATTACTTAAAAAAAATATTGTAATGAAAAGGTAATATGATTTTGGTAAAATAATTACTTGTTATTTGAATAATAGTTATTTAAATAATTATTATATTTCGCGTTAAGATATTTTAGTATGTACATAAATGTACTCGAGTGTTGATGAAGAAATGTGACTAATTAAAAAAAACAACAAAAAAATAATCGGTGCTGTTGTGAAACATTTTGCCGATATTGCTGGCAATCAAAAGCAATGTGTGCAATCAATAATGACGAAATGTATAACAACAGCATTAATCAATATAAAATGGGATTTGGTAAAACTAAATTGGAACAATGCTGTTGTCAAACATTGTACCAATATTGTGATATTGCAGATCAATATGGTCAAAATGTATAATATCAGCATTAATCAATTGAGAGACATGATTTGGTGAAACTTTTACACCAAATCGGGCAAAGTAATGAGGTGACTAACTCACAAAAAGCAAATTGCATCACAATAATATCAACGAATAAAGAGTAAAAAAATAATTGATGCTGTTGTGAAACATTATGTCAATATTGCGGAGAGGATATATCAATAGTGACAAAATGTATAACAACAGCATAAACCAATATAAAACAGGATTTAGTAAAAATAAATTGAAACAATTCGAACAATAGGAACAAAATGACAAATAATAGCTTTGATAAATAAAAGCAATGCTATTGACAAACATAATGAGAATATTATAGATAGTCGTAAGAATACAGATCAATATTTTCATTATGTAAATCAATAGTATTGACAAATTGGGTAAAAAACAATCAAAATTACTGAAATATGATTTCAAAATCGTTGGCATTTGAATCATTATACGAATTGGATCTAAAATCCTTCCAGTGACTAGTTGGATAAAATACATCAGCAAATTGAATATTATCTGGACAAAAATCAATGGTTGTTCGATAGCCTATCAATTCATTATCAGTATCTGCATAAAGTTTATAATTTATTGCTCTGATAGATTTAACTGGGTTAAATTGTGTATTAATATTAGTAAACACATTTAGAATAATGAATATAGAGAATTTTCCCATTATTACTGGTATATCAAAATTTAATGCTAAATTATGTTCATTCTGGTCGTATACGAACTCATGATTGTGCACGTTTGGTGGAATTTTTACTTCAATATATTTAACATCATCATTGCAAGGTCTATTGAGTACTATCATGCCCCTAGATATATTTGTTAAAAAGTATTCAATGGAAAAACTTTTGTTATTAAAATATGGCATTGGATAAATATTGTTTTCGATTTTTTCAGCTTGATTACTAAATATAGTTTGCACATTTTTGTGACCGGGAAAATTCTCAACTATTAATTTTTTTAATTTTAATTTATCAACATCAATTATATTTATCATATTACTGAATATTTTAAGTTTTTCTAAATTCTTAAATTTATTTTGACTTAGTATACTATTATTTAGACGCAATAGTTTAGAGTCGTCAATAGTTGTCAAATCATTTATGGTTAATAAGTTATATAATTGTGCATTCAAACGTGAATATTTAATGCGATTAACTGTGTCAAAAAAAGTAAAAATTAGATTTATTATATCTTCGGTTATCAGTGATGTCATATATTATGTTTACTTTAAACTTTATTGGTAAAGTATTTTTTTTTCAATTTTTAAATTATCAAAATAATATTTTTCGCCCCTATTATCCCGCGATTTTATGATATTGTTATCGCTATTGAAAGAAATAGAGTTAATGTTTTTATAAAAACACGTTTAATCTTAATAAAAAAATATAAAATTGAAGGAGACTTAATCTAGTAATTAAATATAATGTAATGATGCATTACTATTGAAATATGTGTTGGCATTATTAATCAAAAAGAGTTTGTATAACAGTAAATAAGAGGATTGTTGTCACAGTTTCTGTCCATATTGATCAAACTCTTAAATGAAAATATCATCAATATAATCAGAACAATAATATAAACAGATTTTGGCATAAACACCAAAATGAGCAAAGTAATAAGGAGACAATTTTTTTACGTCCCAGCTATAGTTTAACATATATTCAAAATAAACAATACATTGGACAATAGTTTTGATAAATAAAATAGAGCAATGCTGTTTGGCAAGCATTATAATAGTATTTGGGCAATCATTGGAATTTATATTAATATGATCACAATGTATATCAACAGCATCAACCAATTCAGAAAAAGGATTTGGTGAAAACAAGTTTCACCAAATCGGGAAAAGTAATAAGGTGACAATTTGAATTTTACAATAAAAAAGTCAAATAATTATTTGAGAAAATTAATATTGAGTTTACTGACAATATAGATTTATTTGTAAAGGATTATGATAGAATGGAAAATCTGAAATATTTGAAGTTCAAAAGGAATCAATTAAAATTTCCAGTCAAAAATTTAGAAAATTTATATTTAGTTGATTGCAAAGCAAATGTGATAGTATATGATAATATAAAAAATCTGTATATATCAAATAGTAAAGTATATAATATTGATGTTATGCGAATCTCTAATTTATTTATTACACAAGAAGATTAACAAAATAATTATAATATAAAATGTCACTGTACGAATCAAAAATATATATATTAAAACTGAGATTTATAATAAATTAAATAAAGTATTCAACAAATATCAAAAATAATTTTATTAAATAAAAATTGATTTATAAATAGATACATTAAGAATTCAATAATATTTAATGTATATAAATGAACAAAAAAAAAATTATTGTAAAAGGTAAAAAGCAAAATGAAGAGAATAAAATGGTCAAAACGAAAAAGGAAATAAACATAATTAAGGATAAAAGCCCTCAAATAAAAATAATAAAAAATGAGAATATAAAAATAGAAACATGCATCCATATCTCAGATTTGCATATACGTCTTAATTCAATAAATTCAGACAAATATGACGAACTAAATGCCATTTTTAACGAATTATTTAAACAAATTGAAGAACAGAAACAAAAGACAACAAATTTGATAATAGTCATATCAGGTGATATTTGTGATAAAAGTAGACTATACGGACAAGAAATACATTTTATAGAAAAGACAATAACAAGACTAGCTAATTATGGTGAAGTTTTCATAATATATGGCAATCATGATTTCATAAATTATGAATCATCAGAAATGTTTTATCTAGTGCCTATTATGAGGAACAAAAATACAAAATATCAGGTACATTTTTTACTTGAATCCGGTTTATACCAGTATAATAATATATTATTTGGAGTAACAACTGTTTATTCGAAAGACATAGTAAAATGTGATAATATAAATAATAAAGACTTGATAAAAATTGGTTTGTATCATGGGTTAGTATATTCGGATTCAATAAAACATGTACTACCAAATAAGGAACATTATATATCCATTAAAGAATTTGAATCGTATGACATTTGTATGTTTGGAGATCTGCATACTCCAATATTTCATGATCACCCCAAAAATACAAGAGGTTATGCGGGATCAATTTACCCAGTAACTCGTGCGGAAAATTATCAGCACGGTTATAATTATTGGGATTTAATGAACAAAAAAGGAGAATTTAGAGAAATTAAAAGTGATTATGGATATGTAACATTGGAAATCGACGAAAGCGGCATCAAAGACATAGACAAAATAAGTATACCAAAAAATGTTAAGATGGATGTATATTATAAAAATATAGATTATGATAAAGCCAAGGAATTAACAAAAAGATTAGAGGAAAAATATAATATATCAATCGAACCCCAATTAGATTTGAGTTTGAAGAACATAAATAATGATGATAAAAATGTGATGATAAATAAATTGTCCGAATTAAAGACAAAGGAAGGATTATGCAAAGTTATAATAGAATACATACAAAATAATGAGAAAGGAGAAGATTGTAAAGTAATGGAAACAATAATAAAGGATACGATGAATTCAATAAAATTTAAGAGTGAAAAGTCTTTAAAAAAGATAAAATTAAAAAGATTGGAATTTGATAATTTTTTTAGTTATGGAGAGGGAAATGTGATAGATTTTGAAAAATTAAAGGATAAGATTGTGAATATAGATGGAAATAATGGCATAGGAAAATCTTCATGCTTCGACGCAATATTACTAGGACTTCATTCTAAATGTACAAGAGGAAGAGTATCTGATTACATAAATGCTCGAAAAGAGTATTTAAAAACCGATATAACATTTGAAGTAAATGATGACACTTACAGATTAATAAGATACAAAAAAAGAGCATTAAAGACATTAAATAAAAAAACGAGAAAAGAGAAAGAAATAAATAAGAAAAATAACAATTTAGTAGAAGAAGATGACAATTATGTTAAATTATACAAAAATGGAAAACTAATGCCAATGGATAATCAAAAAATCTCAGCAGGAAATGGAGATGATGATAATGATACAATAAAATCAATTATAGGCACATATAATGACTTTATAAAATCTTGCTATATGTTGCAAAACTACTACGACACAAAAACAAATTTCTTTAATATGTCAGACACACAACAAAAAGAAATGTTATTAAAATTTTTGAATTTGGACATATTATTGGATATAGCAGATGGCATTAAATTGAAGCAGAATGAATATTCGGCAGATATTACAGCAACAAATAAACGATATAACGTGAGCACAATAAAAGAATTAGAAAACATAATTAATAAAACAGAAAAAGAAGTAGATAGTGATAATAAAAACATAAAAGCAAAATCAATAATTTTGGAGGAATTAAAAGAGAGAAAGGATAAAATTATTATAATGATAAGTGAGAACAATATGATATTGAATAAATGTAAAAATATAGATGAAAAAGAATATGATAATCTGATAAAGCAAGAAAAAACATTAGTCAATAATTATAAAAAGTATGATAACATAAAAATAAATGATTCAGAAAATTTAGATAATATCATACATGAATTAATGTCACAAAAGAGACCAATACAAAATATACAAAAATATGATAAAAGTGTGATAATTAAATTGAAAAAAGAACAGGATTCGAAAAGCAACAAAAATATAGCATTAAGACAAGAAATACAAGAGTTACAAAAAAACATAAAAGAAAATAAATCCTCAAATAAAACAAATTACGAAAAATATGTAGATTTAGAAAAAGAAGAGAACGATTTGGTGGAAGAAATAGACAATATACAACTAGAAAATAATAATTATGTGGACAAATTGAATTTAGAAATATTGAATCAATTGGAATACAATAACAGGTGTAAAAGTTGTAAAAGTAATAAATTAAAAATAGACAATATAGAATACAATAAGATATTCAATAATAATAATGAAAAAATAAATAAAATAAAAAAAGAATTAACAAAAATCCAAAATGAAAAACAAAAACTAAAATCAGAATATGACAATTATAGAGAGAACATAGAAATAATGAAACATAACGAAAATATAAATAGTGAGATAAAAAATAGATCAGATAAAATAGCGTTATATGAAACAGAAATAAGAATATTAACTGAGAGAATAAAAATAGAGGAAAACAAATTATTGGAATATGAAACTAACAACAATAATGCTGAATACAACAAAAAAATACAAAATCAAATAGATGATTATAAAAAACAAAAAGAGAAAATAAATATCGATAACGAATTAAATCAAACTACAAAAAAACTAGATAAATATAAAAAAATAATGAATGAAATTGAAGAAAACAAGAAAATAAGACAAAATAATGAAAGTATGAAAAAAGAACAAACAAATATAAATGAACAGATATTGAACCTCGAGAAAGAAATTCAATTATTGAATAGTAAAATAGCAGTAAATATAAAACAATTGGAGGAATTAAGAATAAACCACAAAAAATATAGGGAAAGTGAAAGAATGAAACAAATATGTAATAAATTGTATAAATATATGACAAAAGAAGAGAATAGTATTATAAATGCAATTTTGGCAAAAAGAATATTTCCAACAATAGAGGAAATAATAAATGGAATATTATTGCAAATATGTGACTTTAAATTAAAAATGTTTTTTGAGAACAAGAAAACATTGAGAATAATGAAAATATATAAAAATGGAATAACAGTAAACGTAGATACAGTGTCTTGCAGTGAAAATACGATATTAGAATTAGCATTCAAAATATGTTTAATGTATTTAAATAGTTTAACAAGGGTCAATATATTTGTATGTGATGAGATATTTTCGGTATTTGATTCTAAGAAGTTAGATGTATTAATAAATAAATTGTTTGCCTGCCTCAAGAAATATTTTGATACTATATTAATAGTTTCTCACATTGACGACGTTAAATCAGCGTGTGATAAGCAATACACAATAACAAAAGATAGAGACGGTAATAGTCATATAAATATATGTTGATCACATTTCAAAATAAAAAAATGAATTATATGAACAGAAAAAAAATTGAAAACTTAACATTAAATTGATATAAATAAAGTAATATGAAAAATGAATATTCCTGAAAATATTGCGAGAAAAAATCAAGAAAAATTACAGGAAAGATACTCGTTACTTTTGAAACTATTAAATAAAATATTAGAAAATATAAACAGAGACCAAATAAATAATCCAGTAAATTTTAGTTTAATTGACAAAAAAGATTTTGAAAATGACGTAAATAATAAAATATTGTTGGATATGAAATCGGAACTGGAATCCAAATTTGATAAGTTTAATACAATTTTAAGATATGCAAAAAATGAACATCACTTATTAACATATTTAAAACATATGTGCACCGAACTTGGTTTACGATTAGTATCAACTAGATCATCAAAAAAAAATAACGAAAAAATGATATATAGTACAAATTATTCGATTGTTTGTGATAAATAAAATGCTTTTTTTATAATTATTAAAAAGTATATTTACCTATGTAAAAAAGCAAAAAACAATTAAGGAAATAGTATGATAATAAATTATAATTTGATACTATATTAATAGTTTCTCACATTGATGATGTAAAATCAGCGTGTGACAAACAATATACAATAACAAAAGATAGAGATGATTATAGTTACATAAATACATTTTGATAAGAAAAATATAAAAGAAAGCAAATATACAAATTTATAAAAAAATAGAACATATGAAAATATTATTTTAACAAGATTAAATGAATTATTTGATTTTATTAATTATGAATTTGCTTTAATTATTATTTGTAACTAAATGACATAGGCGTATATATATGTGTGAATTCATTGTACCCCCGCACCCATCCAGCGCACCGACTAACGTCTATAAATAGTATAATTGACAATAAGAGAATAGGCCGTTGGCCTATTCTAAGGGGGCAATTAGATTGTATAATTAGATGGTTTTCAAATAAATGGCAATTAAATTGTAAATTTATATTTTCAATAAAATTGTATATTTATATAGAGTGTAAGTGTGTATGTAGTGTAGGGTTTTATAGGTATATAGAGATGATGGGTATTGTAATGGTTATAATAGGGTAACTACATACACAGTGGCGGTCAGGAGCGACGGTCTGTTTAATTGGTAAATATAGTAACAGTGATATTATACGTTGAATCGACCTATGTAATGAGTTCACTGCTAAAATCGTCACTCTGGATAGCGTTTAATCGTCCACCAGCAATCATATCATTAATATCCATTGTATCGTCATTGTTGTTTATCACAATTGCTGTTGGAGCTGACTGGTGATTAAATTGCAAAGGAGTGATTTGCACAATTATTTAATTCATTGTATCATCGTATTTTTTATTTAAAAATGACACATCAAATAATTGTGAAACAAAGCATACAAAAAAAATGATTTATAATTATATTATTATTATACAGTTATTAATATAATAACAATGTCAGCAAAATTAAAAAATAAAATGAAAAAAATAATGCAGGATAACGAATACGAACCTGATTATGAAGATAATACATGGGAGAAAATAAATGATTATTATGTCATAGAAAATTTTGAATCAATTGAATACACGATTGATAAAGATTTAATTGAGAATATGAAAGAATATAATGGAATGTATTCGAAAATTCTCGAAAAAGATAGAAAAGATAATAAGGAATTTGAAAATAATTTTAATAAAAATAACAATTCAATATTCAAAATATTTGTAATATACAAAAAAGATAATCCAAATTATACTATAAATGCTACATCAACAAGTGTTATGAAGGCAATTAAAATAAATTTAAGAAGATTATTACAAGGAATTTCGAGTAATTTGAATATTTTTATGAATGAAATAGAAAACACAAAAATAAAAGTTTTGGCATTCGTAAAAGGTGTCGATAATGACAGAAAAAGAAAACTTGATGATATAAAAAATGGCTATACAGAAAAATTTGAAAAATCTTTTAAACCTCAGAATGAAAAAAATATAACGCAAGAATGTCATAACATTATGGTGAAATTATTGGATAAGGATATGGAGATTCACAATTATGATATCAATGATATTGATGCATACATATATGAATTATATAATACGAAATCAAGAAAAAAATACATTGGAATTACTCAAAAAAAAATAAATATTGACAAGGACAAAAATAAATTGTTTGATGAAACAAAAAAATACAATATAAAGTTCAAAAATATGAACCCTACATTTTTTACGTTAAATGTACTTTCCAAATTTACGGCTCGAACATATATTAGGTGTTTATTAGAGGCCGATTATTATATATTAAAAGACAACACTATAAAGGAGGGTTATAATGAAAACTATTATATTGGTGATAAGGATATATATAATAGTTGTCAGAAAAATTATGGTATTGATAATTTGAGAAAATATTTATTTTTGTTAGTCCAAAAAGAATTATTTCACGAAACGTATGAAGACGAAAATAATTATGATAATCTTGTGGGATACATATATGTAATTGAAAATATAAACGAAAACAGGAAATACGTATCAGCAGTGGAAAAAACTACGGGTGATAAGCTGAGAACTTTAAAAGATATTATGTTAAATTTTTATACTGCCGCAATAAATGACAAAAATAATGTGAGCAAGTTACTGCAAGCAATGAGAGTAGAACCTTATTACAATTTTAAATTATCAATATTAAAACAAAAAACAAACAGATCCAGATTCAAAATAGAAAATTGGATTTCTAAATATATAGACGAGTTTGATTCGGTGAAGAATGGTTATAATGTGTCCATTACCAATAGAAATAAAAGATTTACAGTGAGAAGAGCATATAAAAGAAAGGAAGAAAACGATAATTAGTTTTTGTAAATTGTACAGTTAATGATACTGCAATGTGCATAATATTGCAAACATTGTGCGCAGTTATATAAAGTAACCATAAAATCGTGATCCAATAATCGCAAGCGATTATTGAATCGGGGCTATAAAAAGAAATAAGCTAAGCATTGATTACATACTATTTTTAACTAACACAAAATATACCTTTAACTATAATGATATATTTATTTCACACCACAATTAAAAACATTCGATTTTATTCATTTACAAAACACAAATACTTTCAATCACCACAATGAAAAATACTACAATATCATTTTTACAAATCAATGACCACAATAAACACCAAATCACAACAAAAATTACTATAAATTCAAAAAATTACTATAAATTCAAAAAATTACTATAAATTCAAAAAATTACTATAAATTCAAAAAATTACTATAAATTCAAAAAATTACTATAAATTTCTTAAAAATATATTTTTATTTCCAAATTTCA